TTTTATCTATTATAATTTTCTATAACTTATAATTTTTATCTATTATAATTTTCTATAACTTATAATTTTTATCTATTATAATTTTCTATAACTTATAATTTTTATCTATTATAATTTTCTATAACTTATAATTTTTATCTATTATAATTTTCTATAACTTATAATTTTTATCTATTATAATTTTCTATAACTTATAATTTTTATCTATTATAATTTTCTATAACTTATAATTTTCTGTAGTTTATAAATATATCCATTATATCAAATCATCATTTCTTATGATAACAAACACTTTTAATTTACAAAATTTTCATGTATATCTACACATGCAATAAAAATAATACATATTTTATAATGGTATTACTATACCATTTATGTTGAAATATAAGGAATATATGAAGAAACATTCACCAAAATTTTGTATGACATAACTTGTAGAAAATTATAAGTTATAGAAATTTGTAACTTATAGAAAATTATAGGAAATAGAAAATTATAGAAGATAGAAAATTATAGAAGATAGAAAATTATAAGAAATAAAAATTATAGGAAATAGAAAATTATAGAAGATAGAAAATTATAGAAGATAGAAAATTATAAGAAATAAAAATTATAAGAAATAAAAATTATAAACAATAGAAAATTATAAGTTATAGAAAATTATAAGAGATATGAAATTATAAGTTATATGAAATTATAAGTTATAGAAATTTATAAGAGTTAGAAATTTATAAGCCAGATAATTTCCCATCTCATTATAATTTTATATGCCATTATAAATTTTTATTAACATCAATCCATTATTCTAATTTATATAAATTAGAATATTCTAATAAATACCATCTTAAATTTTATTATAATTATATTATATCTAATAATATGGAATATAAAGATTTATTATAATGCAGCCCACTTTCAATACATCCCAAACATACAATCTCTAATTCTTTATCCATATTTAATACAATATCAACACTTCCTTTCCTATCCTTTATATCCTCCAATATATAAGAAGGAAGTTGTCCTTTATTAGATAAAGTTATTAGACTTCTAACTAAAGAGCTAAGAGTAGGAAGAAAAAATCCATTTATATGTAACATTATATTTTTTATTTCGTTGGATAACTCCTTAGTACTTTCAATAGTAACACCAAAATCATCAGACCAATGCCATCCCTTTTGTATTATATTGTTAGCAATCAAACAAAAACATAATAAAGTGGAGTTGGTTATAATATCTTCAGATGTTTTTGATAAATATAAATCCATAATTAATATGCAATACTCTTGGGTTTCTATATTGGAGGAGGATGTGGTATTTAGTTCATTCATATATGACATCCAAATTTTTCTTTTTTTCATAAGATTGTTATTTAGAGTTGTATGTAATGGATAAAACTTAGAGTCTAAATTTCTAAGATATTGTAGATATGATGTGTCATAATCTACAATTGGAGTTGGGGGAAGATCTATAAAATATGGGTCTTGTAGAATTTGATTAGCGGTGTTTCTGTCCTCCATGTTATATTCTAACATTAATTTAACTATTCTATGTTCATTGGTGTCCATTATCCCACATTCTTTCCAAATATCTATTTTAGATTTGCATTCATCTAACTTTAATGTTTGATCGGATAGTTTATCTAATGTTTCTTTATTTCCTAATAATTTATATATTCCATAAATAAGATCTTTCATTTCTTTATCTTTCAAATCATAGACACTTTGAGTAAATTCACAATATGATATACCTAAAGCCCATATATCTATTCCAAAATCATAGGATTTTTCTTCAGAAAGAGAAGGTAAGAGAAGTTCTGGGGCCCGATATATGGGACTAACAACTTCGGAACTAAGAAGAAGACGAGATCTAGAAGGTATATTTCCTTTGGTAGGATTATATAATTGTTTACTAATACTAAAATCGGAAATGCAAAAGTTTATGGTATTGTCTATGGATTGATATTTAAAGAGAATATTATCAGGTTTGATATCTCTATGCCAAATGCCGCGTTGATGCATATAATCGATGGCTGATAGAGATTGATATAGAAATATTTTTTTAATGTATGGCCAATCTTTAGAACTTTTCTTTATATAAGGAAAATCGGTAATAGTTGAGGTATATATATCTAATAAAATCCAGAGACGATGTTTGCCTATCCAGATGAGAGTGGGAGATATAATATGTGGATGATTAAGGGAGAGAAGGGTGGAGAATTCGTATAAGGTACTTTTCGTGAGTTGTTTATTTTGGAAAAGTTTTATTACTTTGCATGCATAGATTTTATTGTTGTAAATGGTCTTCCAGACGGTGGCATATGTACCATCACCAATTTTTTCTATTAAACGTATGTCTGGTTTATCGAATGTTAATAAACATTTATCTTGCATTTATCTATTTGATTTATTAAAAAAAGAATAAGGGAATAATAAAAAATGGAGACACCAGAGCAATTAGAGAATCTTAAGCATACCCTAAATACTATTGAAGGATATCTAGTCCTTAACTCTAAGTTACCTTCAGATCATAAGGCTATCCTTCTTAAGGATAAACTTGTCATGTGTGTATTTTATATTTCCAAGTCAATGGAGGAGACCATTAGAAAAATTAGTCCAATTGAGGAGACATCTCAACCCAAAAATCTTAATGATAGAAGAGTTAAAGTTTCTAATCCTCAAGATGAACTTATTTCTAAGGTTAATAATATTAAAGATTTATTTTTAAAGGAAATTTCGGATGTTTTTGATAAGCCAAAGGATTTATGTTGTCCAAGTGGTAAACCTCAACAGCAATAAATATGATTATAAATTAATACAATATTATTATTGTATTCTAAATTCGTTATCTCGCTTTCTTATTATGATAGTTATAAAATTAATATAGTAGATTATAATTGTATTCTTCATCTTGTATATCCAAGATATATAATTTATAATCTATAAGTTATAAATTATAATTGTATAAAGTATGATTATATTATTACAAGATAGTAAATATGATACTAATATTACGTGGTAAATTATATATAATTTTTATTCTATGGGTAGTACCACATAAAAATATTTTGTATATTTAAATAATAAGTTTTGATATATAACCTTAATACTTTAATTTTATAACATTCTATTGTGCCAAGTATTATTTTTCGCTGGGATTTCTTGTGTGGTACTACCCATAGAATAAAAATTATATATAATTTACCACGTAATATTAGTATCATATTTACTATCTTATAACAATTGTGTAACTAATTATTTCATAAATTATAATTGTATAATCTATAAAGTATAAAGTATAAAGTATAATTATATAACTATAATCTATAAAGTATAATTATATAACTATAATCTATAAAGTATAATTATATAACTATAAATATAATTATATAATCTATAAACTATAATTATATAACTATAAATATAATTATATAATCTATTAAGTATAATCTATAAGAATAATTATAATTATATAATCTATTAAGTATAATCTATAAGAATAATTATATAACTATAAGTATAATTATATAATCTATAAGTATAATTATATAATTATACTTATAGATTATATAATGTATAAACATAATTATATAATCTATTAAGATAATTATATAACTATATAATCTATTAAGATAATTATATAACTATAAGTATAATTATATAATCTATGGACCATGATTATATAATTATACTTATAGTTATATAATCTATAAACTATAATCTATAATGTATAAACATAATTATATAATCTATTAAGATAATTGTATAATCTATAATGTATAATATATAAAGTATAATTATATAATCTATAATATAATTATATAATCTATAAAGTATAATTATATAACTATACGTATAGTTATATAATATATAATAAGACAAAAAAATAATATAAGAACACTCATATAGGATATAATAAAAGATAATTATAACTACATTAGTAATTATAATAATTATATAACATAAAATCTTACAACCAATTACAAGAGATGGCTGTTCCAACTCGTCCAACCTTTAAGCCAATCTTCTTAAAATATTCAACAACTGAAGTTAACACCGTCTCCTCCTCATTTAAATTAATGACAACACCCTCACTGCCCTTCTGTGCCGCATCCTTTAACATTCCCTTGACTTTTACAATACACTCTGCCACCTTCTTCTGTCTTTGCTCTTCCTTTCTTTGCTCTTCCTTTCTCTGTTGTTCCTTTCTCTCCAACTCGACTCTTTCTAACTCTCTTCTCTTCTCCTCTAACTTCTTAGCCTCTAATGTTGATCTTCTTAATGAAGCTACAAAACTAAGATCTTCATTATTCTTATTCTCTAATGAAGGGAACAATCCGGAGGCATTCGATGGCGAGAAGTGTTTCTCCCCACGATAATCAACAATGGGAATCACCTTCACCTGTGGACGTTGTTGTCCTTGAGGTGGAGGTTGAATAGGTAAACTAGCTGGTAACACAGGAAGACGAAGCGTCTCTGAATGATTGCATTGTCCACTTGAACTTGCCTGATAAAGTCTCTTCATATGACTGGGCAGATCAACAGACTTAGTTTGTTTCACTTCCTGTTGTACCTGAGGTCTAACAAATTGCTGTATCAATGGATGATAATTATTAAAATAGAAGCTATTACCACCATCATTACCATTATCTTCACATTCTTCACATCCATCACATTCGTCATCACATTCATCATCACATTCTTCTCCATCACATTCTTCTTCCTCACCTAAATTTTTATTTTCACTTAAAAAAGCGAGATCCACTATAGACTTTATTTGAGTGATCAAATTATTAATATCATTAAAATTGGAAGTGTCGCTGCCTTCTTGATTGTTTAACATATTAACAAGATTTATTAATTGGTTGTCCATTTTATTTACCCACATAATTCTTTTATGCATCATTTTTTCTCATCTTTGTTTTATATTTAATAATAGATATCTATTATTAACCATACTTTATTATAAAAAAATATATATTTACATCCAAGATAATTTAAGGCCTTGTGGGATAAGTATTTCACATCTTAATCCCATTTTATCAAATAACGAAGCAAGATCAGAAATAACGTCTAATTCTTCAGTTAATAAGCTTATTGTTAATGATTCTTTACCAAAGGATGCAGCAACTCGCAAATCTTTCTTTATTTCTTTTGATAAATATTCCACACGTTCCACCCTTTCTTTGTACCCTTTTGTCATATTTCTTAGTATTGACAGAAAATTATCATCGTCATCCATATATGAGAACATATTACATTCTATAATATTAAAATTCTTATCTTCCTCCTCATTATATGTCAATAATGGACATGAAGATGGACATGATGGACAAGTATCTTTATCATCATTATCATTATCCAACGCATCCAACAAATCCAATATAAACTTATTCAGGCTAACGTTATTATCTTCAGTGGATTCATATGGGCTATTAATCGTCATTTTGTTTTAGCTTTTCCTCAGATTCTTTTAAGAAGATAATTGATTGTTATATTCTTAATTATTATATAATAATTGAAAGAAAGATGATATCTGTAGATAGGGGATTAAATATATTAGTAGATGATAGCGATATAACAATTTCCCAGAATTGTATATCTATGTTGAAGGAATATAATATAAATCATGAAACTGTTAATAAGAAACTTCTATATTCCCTAATAGGAAATGAAATTAATGATACATATAATCTACAACGTTTAGCCGCCCTTAGCATAACTAAACATACCGATTTACTTAAAATATATGATATGATGCCAGAGCATTTTTACTATATAAAAACTGTATATGCTATTGAAGTAAGAAAAATTAAATATCAGGATACTACACATAATCCTATTTTTATCCTCTATCTATTCATGTTATGTATTGAAGATAAATTAGAGACAAAATTGAATAAGATATATGATATGGAATGGAATTTATTAATGAATTATATATATGGAGATAGTAAGAGACCACATAAAGATGATATTTTATTGTATATAAATACATTATTTATATCAGCAAAACTTAAATTAGGTCCATAAGATATTAATATTATTATTAATGAGTTGACATATAAATCCCATATTATTAAATTCTTGTATTATGTAAGGTGGGTCCCATGTATGACCAAATTTAATAACGTCATCAGAAGTAAGGATTAGAGAATTAGATCCTGACTGTGCAATATTTAAAACTAATGATTTAATAAACTTTATCAACGATTCTTTCTTACTTTTATCGGTTATAGTTTTAACTTCTTGTAAGAAACTTTGATTAGATATTGTTTCTCTCGATATATCTAAATCCTTATCCATAGTAGGTAATAGATTATACAAATTCTCCATATCAAAGGATGCCTCTTTAGATAAAGATGCAAGTTCTTGTAATATTGTTGTTAACTCCTCCTTATTCTGCATTTTATTATCCCTAATATATATTATTATGAATATATATCTTATTATAAGATATATATGAATTACATGTTGAGGAAACTTTAATCCCATATTTGTAAAATATTGTTTAATTCTTAACTCAATATCATTAAATATACTTTCAGACATCTCTACATTATATTCCCTTGGACAAAAATGGATACTCTCCTTATTTAGTGTCCATTCTGTTTTAATTTTATCAATTAATTAATGATCTACAATGTTTAACTTGATTCTTTCCCAATGAAATCTTATAACTATAAGAATAGTTACAAGATCACAATTAAGATATAAATATATAAGATAATAATAAATATAATTATTATCTTCTCGTGGTTAAGAAGAAGTAACCGTATAGTTCTTCTTATATTCAAATGCATATTTAGTATTAATATTATTGATGCAATTATCACAAGCATAATATAAGGATTTTTCTTTGCTAAGATCATCACTAACCCACCAAGGTTGTAATTCTATAATCTTCTCCTCAGAGACATACACATAAGTTACCTTATTATTATTTGTCGTATCTAAGATATTTCCTCCTTTGCAATATCTGCAATTTGGTTGATATGAAGGTCCTAATCCCATTTTATTATAAATTAGAATAATATTTTTCTAGGACGAAATCTAAATTATCTTTTGGAAGGCAAGAGTATGTTTCTCCATCCACCACAAAATTACCATCTAATAATAAATCCAGTAAAGTTTCTAAATTGTTGTTGCTTCCTCTGAGTTCCTCCAATAAATACTTCGTCCATTAGCATTCTGCGTTTCTTTATATTGCACTTTGCAATATAAAGAAGGGAATAACCTTGTATTCTTCCAACCGCCCATGTTGATGGAGGTGTAGATAATAAATCTCTACAATTATATAATTTATCTGCCAATTTTACTAACTTGGCTTCTAAACTTTTACCTTTAGCCTTTTCTATTTGTAATTGTTTTCTTCTTACTTTTGATAAGGATTTGTCATCTGTGACCTCCATTACAATATTTGCTATCTTCTCACCAAATTCTTTCTTCAATTCTTCAAATGTTGTATCCGTATCCTCCACAGTATCATGTAATAAAGCAGCTACTAATACATTAACATCGAAAATTTGACCTTCGGATGTAAGTATGTTGGTAACTCCAAGAGGATGATTAATATATGGACTCTTGTTTTTATCTTTTCTTCTTTGATTTATATGTTTTATCGCCGCAAAATTACTCGCCTTAACTATTAATTGTATATCTTCCATTTTATATAAAAATATATAAAATGAAAAATCATTTTTATTTACCAAAAAAACTGAATTTCGTCGCATGTTGGGATAATATTTAATCCCATACTTGAGAAATAGTCTATAATTCTCGCTTTAATACATTCAAAGACGTGTTCATGCATTTTTACTTCGCACATACGTCCCCAATTAAGTATATCTTTTTGCTCCAGTTTATATTTGTTCTCTCCTCTGCATGCCACTTGTTCTAGATTATTTAAAATCGAATTAATTGCCAATTCTTTAGTCTTCTCAATATTTAATGGATTTTCTATACCTATTCTTTCTTTATATTCTTTATTTAATCTTCTGAGTTTACATAATAAGTCGTCATCCTTGTTAACTGATGTTATAGGTAACATTCCAAATTCATGACAGGATGATGTAGATGATTGTATATCACAGGAAGGAGAACTAGTTGTAACTAATGAAGTAGATGATTGCATATTGCAGAAGGAAGAACTAGCGGTAACTGATGATAAAGAATTCCAGAATTTAATTATGGTATCAATTGTAGATTCTAATTTGGAATCCTCGATAGATCTAAGTTTCTTAAAAATTGTACTAACTAGTAGATGTAATACCATATCACCACATTCACTTTTAAGTAATGCTGAAATATAATTTTGTGTCTTTATAGCCTCTACTTCAACATCCTCACATTGTTTGATCTCTTTTATTTTAGAAATTATCAGAGGCTTAAAAATGTTTAATTGTGTCGAGATGTTGGACATTTTATGTAATAAAATTATTCATTTAAGCAATTTCTTATAACTATAAGAATAGTTAAAAGAGCACAATTAATATATATTATAAAATAAGAAGAATTATTTAGGCCTTGATGAATTGAATAGTAGATCCCTTCATGATGATTGTTAAGCCTTTATTTCCAAAATGTCCCTCAATATGTCCCTTAACATCATTTAACATTTTTGCATCCAATTGAAGACCACAAGATTTGGCATAATTATCTAAGACAGTTTTATCTAAAATTAAAGATTTATCGGCGGCCTCTAACTTCTCAGATATATAATTAACGACATCATCCTTAACCTTATTCATATTAGATGTGGGAGTAGTAGAGGAAGATCTAGCGTTAGCAACGTGTCTAGTAGGGGCAGATTGAGTATTAGTAACTGGTAGAATATTAGGGTTAGTTTGACCATTAGTAAGTGATGTTGTAGAGGAGAGATTGGTGACTGGAGGGGTAGAAGAAGGAGTTGAGTTGTTGTAGGATCCAAGAATAAATTTCATAATATCATTGACAACTTCATCCTTTTTACCATCTTGGACAGTTTTCATTCGTTGTATAATCTTTTCGAAAACGGCTTCTAGGGTACTTTTGTCTACTCCATTTCCTGAAGTTAACATATTAACCCACATTTTTGCTTCTTCATTTGTGTTATTGGAGTGTTTGGATCTATCCAATAGCATACTTATGAATGATCTTACGTTCTGTTCCATTTTTATTATCTATATAAAATTATATAGAATTTTTTAATTATATATTACCCAGAAATTATTATTTTACAAAATAGTAAACCATATAAATATTAATTATTTAATATTTATATCATATATTTTAAATTTATTACATTTATATAACTTAAATCTATTTTATATACATATTCTCATTAATCTTATACTTACCCAGTAAATATTATATAAAAAATACAAATATATAGGTTAGGAGTCAAAGCCAACCAATTTGCGTTGTCTTATATTTAAATTTGCTACCTCAACTTTATCTGGTTTAATGTGATCATTACCATAATGTTTAGGTTCTTTCGCCGTAGCATCCATCCAAGGACCATAACACCAATGACCAGTCATTCTACCCTCTTTATACCATTTCTTTCTTTTTTCTAATTCTTTGGCCGTAGTATATGTTTTAGGTGTCATAGAAACATATAATACCATTCTTTGGCGATGCCCGTTGTCAACTTTATTAGGTTCTACATTACAATGAGGCAATCTACTATCCCAAAGTAGAATATGACCAGCAGGGGCACACACCTTATAAACCTTTAATCCTTTAGACGCATAATAATCCATATTAACTCTAAACCATGAGTATCCATGTGATGGATGACATTTCATATAATCCTCAAAATATCTATGTCCTCCATCAACTACAACTAATCCTCCATCTTCAGGTCCTGAATCATACAAATTAACAGCACCTTGAATGCATATTAAATCATTGCTAAATCTTCCTTGATCTAGATGCATCCAAGATTTCTTTTTACTAATAGAGGAAGAGTTAGGAGTAGAATATAGAAAACATCCACCATCAAACGAACATAATAAATCGTCTGTCCCCCACAATGCCTTAAACACAGGAATACAATCTTCTCGACATTTCCAAACAAAATCTGTATGACCAATATATTGTTTAAAAATACCATGGAGATTAATAGGTATATTATCTCTCTTCCAAGTATTACAATCATTTCTATCTAGTTTGGGACATAAGGAGCTTAACCAATCCCAAAATTTACTACTATAGTATTGAGCATTAAAATTAGGAATGGGTATAGTAGTCCAACCATGTTCTAATAAATGAGTAAACCAAGAAGGAGATCCGGACATAACGTTAGGATCAAATGTAAAAGTATTACCATTATTATCTAATGCGAATTTAGGCATAAGATTGAGTTCATGAACGGTTTTAATGGAAGGAATAATTCCATTTTGTTTCTCCCAAACATATCCAATAATATATTGAACAACTTGATCTTTAGTTAATTTAGAAGGGATAATAATATTATTAGTTTTAGACCATTCTCGAATCTTAACGAGGGTCAAGCACTTTAAATTATTAAATAAATCCATAGTAATATAACGAATATATAATGTCACTATATTACAGAGTGATAAAATAAAAATCAATTTGACCCAATACGGAATGGAATATGATCAGACAAGATAATTACACACATGATAAGAAATGAGTTATAAAATAGAAAAAGGAGATTAAAAATAAAAAAGAAGTAAATGACATCCGTAATAGAACGTTTTATCACTGTATTAGATAATTATTCAGGATGGACTGATATATCATTGAAGAAAGGAATAAATTGGGATCTAGTGAAAAAGACATTGAGAGATTTAGATAATATGGTTGGAATGCGAACCGTAAAGACTAAATTAATAGAAAAATTACGAGATTATGTTTTCGACTATATATTAGGAAATAAGAAAGATATTCAATATCATCATATTATGCTATGTGGGCCACCAGGTGTTGGTAAAACTGAAATAGTTAAAAGATTAGCAAAAGTTTTTGTTGCCTTTAGAATATTGGACAGTGGTTTAGAGGATTCCGATGACAATCCTGATATAGGGACGGTTCAACCCAAAGGATTAACATACCGAGAACTTATTGCCCTTAAAGATGAACTAAATAAAGAATATGGGAAAAAGAAGACTGAATCAAACATTGATTCTACGTATTACGATGATGATAGAAAAAGAAATAATATGAACCATAGAGATAGATATAAAGAGGAAAGTGATAGTAAAAAGAGGATAAGAAGAGACGAGGATGATAGTGATGAGGAAAAAAGAATTAATAAGTCGAAGAAGAGAAGATTAGTGAAGATAAAAGAGATAAGTAGAAGTAGAAAGATGATGGATATTATAGAAAGGAAAGTTTTAGAGAAGAAGAATGAGGCAATAAAATTATTATTAAATTCCAAAGAGGAGGAATTGGTGGTGGTTGTCTCTAGACCTGATTTTATAGGAAAACATTATGGAGATTCAGAAGATAAGACAAGGAAATTAATAGAGAAGAATTTAGGCAAAATAATATTTATTAATGAGGCTTATAGTTTGATGAGTTCCCATCAGGATGATTATGGAAGGGAAGTATTAACCATGATAAATCGATACATGTCAGATTATAATGGTAGGGTAGCTTTTGCCTTTGATGGGTATAAAGATCATTTGCAGAAGCATTTGTTTGATTTTCAGCCTGGATTGAAAAGTCGTATAGGATGGATATTTGAAATAGAAAAATATAATGTAGAGGAACTGTTTATGATTTTTCAGAAGCAATGTTTGAGTCGTTGTTTGCTTGTTCCTGATGATGTAAAACCTTTATTTATAAATAAATATAAAGAATATCCAATTGAAGGGGAAGGGCGTGGTACAGAAAAACTTTCTACGGAGTGTAAATCTAAATTGAATAATAGGAATTTAGATAAGTTATTAGAGGGTAAAGATTTAGATTTAACTATCAACGAAGATATATTAGAGGAAGCATTTAGCGATTTACATAAAAATTCGTTAAGTGAATCTAAGAGTTCCCTACCATTTGGTTTCTATTCTTAATTTAAGAGTAATATTATTATATAACATTGTTCTATAACGATGTTATAAATTATATAATCATATTCTATAAGTTATTGTAACTTATATAATCCTATTTCATAACTTATTATAACTTATATAATCTTTATAATCCTATTTCATAACTTATTATAACTTATAATAACTTATATAATCTTTATAATCCTATTTCATAAATTATTATAACTTATTATAACTTATATAATCTCTATAATCCTATTTCATAACTTATTATAACTTATAACACTATTCTATAACTTATAATAACTTATATAATCTTTATAATCCTATTTTATAACTTATAATAACTTATATAATCTTTATAATCCTATTTTATAACTCACAACAACTTATAATACTCTATGGTTTCAAATACAAGAAAAGGATGAGTTATATAACTTTCCATCTTATAATCTCTTGTGATACTATTTTAATTTATACTTTCAAATCTTTATAAATTAATTATATGATATAAATATGGTATTAGTGGTATTACCCTATTTTTATATATTTTTCATCTTATGGGGTGCTATACATCAAGAGTTTGTCTTGTAATTATATTTAACTTTAAGTTGATGTATAGCACCCCATAAGATGAAAAATATATAAAAATAGGGTAATACCACTAATACCATATTTATATCATATAATTAATTTATAAAGATTTGAAAATATAAATACGGTAAGTTACATACGATGTCCATAACATTATAATAATGTTATAGAATCTTTTATAATAAGCTATAATAACTAACTTATTATCTTTAAATGAGATTTAACTTATTATAATATCTTATACTGTAATCACAATATTGATATACTAGTTAGTTTTTACATAATTTTCATTTCATGGTATGGTACAAATAAACAAACTATGATTATATAAGTTATAGAATATGATTATATAAATTATAGAATAAGATTATATAAGTTATAGAATATGATTATAAAGTACTAAATACTTGATAGAAATTGCTTCATCTTGCACACCATAATTATACCAATACTTATTCACGAGATGGAATTCTATACTTAACAATGGATATATATGATATTTAATGATATCATCCATAATGAAGTGGGTTTATGATATATATAAATGAGAAAGAATATCAGTTTTATCAAATTGATATAGGAAAGAATAAATAGATAAAATTTAGGGATACAATTAAAAGAATGGAATTGTCTGCTAGTCAATTATTTCAATTAGTGAAGGAGGACATACAATTGGGCAGTGGAGATAAACTCAAAAGTCACTTAGAGATGCTACACGCAGAGATTGATTCCATGCAAGCAGATATATTTTATGGGACTGTCCTAGAATTATCCAATTATGCCGCTCAATATAACCAATCAGATATGATAAAAGTATTATTAGACTTCTTTAATGATTATGAATATGCTGGAGATAGGTATCCTTTAAGTTATCGTATTTATACATTACCTGGTTTAAAAGAAAAGACATCCATGTTAATAGGAAAAGCATATGTGACCCATAGTGGATTAGAAATATTAAATACTATGATAGACCATGAAAATAGTGAATCTTTTAGATTGGCTATGAATAGGTTAAGGGATGTGTATAATATAACAGCGAGAGAAATGGAAGATTTATGGTCTAAAGCAAAAACAAAACAACAAGCAGGAGGGGACACCGAAGTGGCCCAAGATGTATTAGAAGATAATTATGAAGATGTAGCTCCATATGCGGAAGTTCCTGATTGGGTGGAGCAGATGATAGAAGAATGGAATGAACCTGGGACAACGGCGGATGATATGGATGAATATAATCTTGATATGCCGGAGCCTGATAATAGAAAATTCTTACAAAATTACAAAAGATTAGTAGAGTTCTTGCCGGATATTATCAGTGGAATAACTATTAATGGAACACAAATAGATTTGGCTAGTGTTGGTTCTGATCGTGTCTCTTTAATTATGAATGCCTTCTTTTCTATGGGATCGAAGGAACAAGATGAGTTTTTGAGAAATATAGCTATTAATATAGGATTAACTGGGATACCAGATAGAGAAGACTATGATGATTCAAGTTTAGAAATATTTAATTTATTTGGGCCAGCGAATGTCATTGTTGGGATGAATTTAGATAGAAAGGATAGATGTGCAGTGTATGGTGGATGTCGTATGTTAATATGTAATTGTCATGCAAAGTATAATGATGAAGATAATGTGTATGAGGATGATGGACATGGATTTAAAGGGAATTGTGCATATTGTAAAAGAAAAATAAGGGTTAGATGGCATGGTATTAGAATTCCATTATTGACAGGAGGATGGAGTGAGGAATGGTTTTGTTCGGATGATTGTTTATATGATTTAATTGCGGAAAGAGGTGCGGATGCTGTCGGAACAACTAATGAATTGGTGGATGTTATAGTTGACCAATTACAAAAGAAGAAAATTCAAGATCGAACATCGCAATATCCAACTAAATTTTTCAAATTACCCTGGGAACCTGAAATTAAAAGATGGGTTATGCCTAAAGAAGGAGATCCAGAAGCTGTATTGCCAGTATTAGATCCTAAGTTTGCTGTTTTATTTTAAAATATAATTGTATTCTTATATAACTTTATTTAATAGTGCTAACGCCTTTCCACCTTAAGGTGGAAAGTTATATAGATTATGTAATTGTAATTGTTATTATGGATTATACAATTATATTTATAGATTATATAATTATTTTTAATAGTGCTAACGCCTTTCCACCTTAAGGTGGAAAGTTATATACTTTATAAATTATAGATTATAGATTATAAATTATAGATTATAGATTACAGATTATATAATATATAATTAGCTTCATAGTTATATAATTAGCTTTATAGATTATACTTTATAGATTATAGATTATACTTTATAGATTATAATATCTTGTAAATGATAATGACGTTATGAGTTATAACTATAATATTATGAATAATATAATATATAAGATAAAAATGGTATTGATAGTAATACTTAATTTATATATAAATTAGATGACATAGGGTGTCACACATGAACAATTATTAATAATAATTGCAATAATTAGATAATTATAAAAGTTAATTTAAAGTATTAAGTTATATATTAAAATTTCTCTTCTCTTAAAAAGTTATTCTTTTAAGGGAGTATAAAATTATAATGTTTCCAACTTTGCGACTTTGTAAATAATTATATAATAAAAAAATTTTTATAATCTATATATTATATAATTCCACAAACTATAAAAAATTATACTTCCTTAAAAGAATAACTTTTAAGAGAAGAGAAATTTTAATATATAACTTAATACTTCCAAATTATATAATTTACAACACAAAATTAAGAAATAGTTCATGTGTGACACCCTATGCCATCTAATTTATATATAAATTAAGTATTACTATCAATACCATTTTTATCTTATATATTATATTATATATAATATATAAAGACGATTATAATCTATAAAGTATAAAGATAATCTATAATATATAAAGATAATTATAATCTATAATCTATAATATATAAAGATAATTATAATCTATAATCTATAATATATAAAGATAATTATAATCTATAATCTATAATCTATAATCTATATAACTATTAAAATAATTATATAACTATTAAAATAATTATAATCTATAAAGTATAATCTATAATCTGTAATCTATAATCTATAATCTATAATCTATATAACTATTAAAATAATTATATAATCTATAATCTATATAACTATTAAAATAATTATATAATCTATAATCTATAAAGATAATTATATAACTATAAACATAATTATATAATCTATAAAGTATAATCTATAAAGTATAATCTATAAAGATAATTATATAACTATTAAGATAATTATATAATCTATAATTCTATAATCTATAATCTATAATCTATAAAGTATAATCTATAATCTATGAAGATAATTATATAATCTATGAGACAATTATATAGGATAAGATTAAGATAATTGCATAATATATGCTCATGATGGAATACAATAAACTTTATCCTTCAAGTTGTATATTCTCTCAAATAAAAACTTACACAAAGGGAAGTCGTTACCCCCATTGAAGAATGCACTATAATTTTCTATCACTTCCTCCAATTCAACATCTCCAACAATTTTCAATATTTCCTTATCTCCATTATAAATCTTATGACATCCCCCTTCACATAACACAACCTTTACATTATCGATCATATTAATATCATCCAGTAACTTTGGTTCATCGAAATATTCTCCAAATCCAACATCCACAAAATATTTCATCTCCATAATCTCCACAATTATTGCCGTATGAAAAATATTATAATAATCCCCTTCATGATTAGGCTTATAACATTTAACTAATTTACTATTATATCCATTTTCATTGAGAAATCTATTAAACATAAAGTTAAGCTCCATGCAAATTCCATATCTTCTCTTCATAACCTTCTCTATTATCTTATGGAAATTAACTTTCATATTCTCCTTCTCAAAATATTCCTTATTAGAGAACATAAAGTTTGTAATGTGATTAGTGAAATATAATCTTAACTTATCTAATTCATTCATATCGTTATTAATGTTCTTATATAATAATTTACAATATCCATCCCAGTTATTATCATACTTTTCCTCTAACTTATTAAAATCATGTATTTCATCCTCTGTTAACTTCTTAATGATATAATTTCTCTTCTTACTATTAATAAATCTAAAATGCATAGGACTACTATCCTTATCATATATATGAAGTTTAATATTATCCATTACCTCATTAATTTTGTTATGAACTTCGTAATAGTGTAAGATAGCATCAAAATCACAATGTTTACTCCTCATAATACTAATTATTTCTTTCTTAACCTCATCGTCATTAACTTCTCCTTCTATTTCCAATAAAATATCTAATCTTAATCCCGAATAGTTGGATAACGCAATCTTTTCCTTTACAGTTTCATCGTCATGTTTATATAATGCTAAATAATGAAGCCCTCTAACTTTCTTCTTTACTTCTTCGAAGACATCCTCTGCAAATTTATTATCCAAATTAGATCCCCCAAACAAAATTCCCTTTCTTCCATAAAATAATATCATCCCAAAATACTTAATTAATTGCTCATATTTATTTCCATCAATTAATTCCTCCAATATATTTTTAAGGTTAACGTTATATTCTTCATCAATAATAGATAATGATTTGGATAGGATGTTGTGATGTTTCTTAAGTGCATGAATTAAAAGGGAAGGACTAATAATTTCACAATAATCATCTTGATCCCAACGTATCTTTAATTCTGTTTGTTGAATTAGAGGAGTGTTAACTAAACTATTATTCACTATTTCATAGTTATTTAAATATTTGTCATAAAAAAATGTTATTGGGACAACATTAGAATTACTTACTTCCCTTAATACCTCTTTATTGTGTAAGGCAATATCTAATACTAAGTTAAGATCTAAGGAGAATCCTAATCGTGGACCTAATTCTGTAGATCCATACAATCCAACTAATTGTTTATAAGAAGAATATAATTTTAATTTTTCTGTGATTGAAGGAGATTCTCCTCCATACAAACATATTCCTCTTTCTTTTAGATGCTTAATAATTTTAATCTCCTTATTCTCTTCGATATGAGAAAGAAAATTTAGGTGTAAGATCGGAAGACCACTTAAAACAAGATTAGTATTAGTGTGTATTACTTGTGCTTGCATATTGTCGGATATAAGAGTTTTTGTTTTGATAGGATCAGCATCGGATCTTCCTAACCTATATTCTTCGGGAATAAGAAGTTCAGAATATTTACCAGTGGAAGAATTACTAATTGGAAACATATTAATATATTTATAATTCTGAGGGAAGATGCCTCCAGATGCCTTCCCTAACAAAATATAATAATTTCTTAATCTATTAATATCCTCTTGAGAAACAGGTATCTCTGATGGTTTTCCAGATGTAGATCCACTAGTCTTCAAAATTTGACAATCTGCCAATGACCTATCTTTTATTAATCTATCTTTTAAGTTAGGAAAGGCGATATGAAAGTTTCCTTTGTTTGTTAGAGGTAATCCTTTTAAGGATTTCCTTTCTAATCCATTATATATTTCTTTGAATGCTGGAATACTTTGAGCTTCTTTTATGGTATTATTTATTAATGAATTTTGACAATATCTTAATAATGGGGTGTTTTGGAAGCGTAATATACATTTATATAACATGTTATGGAGGTTAGAAGATCCAGATAATGGATGATAGTAAATAGCCTTAATAAGTTTCTGCATTTGTTATTTATAAATAATAAATAATTATAAATTCAATTATTTAACATATGACTATTATAATTATTTATATATGAACATTATAAGGTAATTAAAATGAGATAAAATATAATTAATATCATACATATATAAAGGGAGATGTATAATGTGATTCTAAGATATTATAGATTATTATTCTCATATTCTATTGAGGATAAATATAATCTATTTTATCAGATATATGCTATATACTATAAAAATATAGTTTGGATGAAGAAAATTGATATTAATTAATTAATTATAAGGGAAAATAGAATGGAAAACAGAATCCGAAAAACGATACAATCTATTAAATCACATTGGAAGTTCTCTACCCCAGGACATGATCTATCTCATTTTATGTCAGTTTATAATAATGCCAAACGTGCCCTTGCTGGGGTTAGGCTTGAAGATGATAATCAAAAAGAATTAATATACTTGGCATGTTTATGTCATGATTTAGATGATAGAAAGTTGGTTCCAGAAGGGAGTCCAAAGTGGTTCTATACTAAGAAGATATTAAATATAGCTGGTATATCAGAAGAAAATATTATTAAGGTAATTGAATTAATAGCATTAGTATCTTGTAGTACACAGAACAAGGAAGAGAGTGAAGATCATGTGGAAAAGTGGAAGTTAATACCGAGAGACTGTGATAGATTAGAGGCATTGGGTAATATTGGAATAAAGAGATGTAAGGAATATACAGAACACACTAAAATGCCATACCATACCGATGATACTCCAAGATGTAAAACTAAAGATGAATTATATAGTATTGCAACTCCAGAAAGATATAAAGAATATAAGGGTGGAAGTAGAAGTATGATCGATCATTATTATGATAAATTACTTCATATTCATAAGTTGGATAGTGGTAATACATATTTACAAGAAATGGCTAATGTACGACACAATAAAATGGTTAATTATGTTTTAGCATATTGGAGTAATCTAAATTATAATGATTAATATATAAAATTTACTATACAATTATATAATTGTATAAGGTAATTAAACTTTGTCTATTATATAACACATACTATCTAATTTTATTATAATATATATTAATCTAATTTTATAATGTAATCATAACTTTGTCTATTATATAACACATACTATTTAATTTTATTATAATATATACAATTAGATAACGTAATTACAACTTTATATTAATATATACAATTATATAATTGTATAAGATAATCATAATTTTTATATTATAAAGTTAATGAGATGATTCAGTACTACATAGTGGATCATAATCACGCTCATCAATTTCCTCTTCGTCACTTCTGGAACGTCCTATATTTAAGACATCTATATTATCATCTTCCTCACCCTTAAAAAATGACATAATTTTAAATGAGAAAGCGGCTAAAGTTGTACCTAATACTAATGTCAAAATACTAGTTAAAATAAATGTATATATAAAGGAGATGGGATCGATGCGTTCTAAAAAGGATAATACATCAGAAATAAATAGAAATAGGCCCCAAGGTAAAGGTGGTACAACTAACATTTACTAAAATAAATATATATTTATAAAATCATTTTATCAGATAAAAATATATAAATTAAAAATGAGCTACGAAGAAAATATACAACAATCAAATTCCACGGTCCAAATAAAAAGTTATGATACAGATGTAGTAATAACCAGGGAAATAAATCAAGGATCATCTGGATTAAGTTATCTAGAAGCATTAGGAACAAGTGCCACGGAAACATATGATGATTATAGAAGTTTTACGAATGACCTACAATTCACTTACGAAGGCCTCAATCTTTCTAATTATAGTATTAAAGATTTCTACGAAGAAAGTGGTAATATACTATTGGATATTGGGATAAGACCAGAACCTCCATTAGACAAGAAGCTACTGATTAAATATATATTGGATCGTTTACAAGAAGAGGAGATCGAATATTTAAAGGAAGTTGAAGACCTTGGAGATATAGATATAAGTATTAGAATAAAGGAAATATTAGATAATAATGTTATAGGATTTATTATATTCTCATCAGGAAGATCTATAATGATATCATGTCCTAATTATGAAAGCTTTTATAACTTTATTTTAGGGATACAAGATTTTAGTATTATTATAAGAGCTAATAAATCTCCAAGAACTATATTATATTAAAAAAATGATAATAAAATATTAAATAATAAGATTATAGGAAGATGAATATATGCATTGGTGATGAAAAAATTACTTTCAATGAAAGAGAAAAAGAAATCTTCATGAGGATATTTGGAGATCTAGAAATATTGGAAGAAGATGGTGAATTAGAGATGAGTTGTATTAGAATGAGGGATGATGCCCTATCTCAGACTATAAGAACTATTGTAAGTATTAAATATCCAGTTTTATCTAGAGAAGATTTTAATCATAATTATTTAATAAATGATGGTGATAAACGAAACATTATAACTATATTAGAATATTTTGCAATAAATGTAGATCCTATTACTATTATGTCGTTGAAAGTTGATGGATGCACTAAAAATGAAGATAAATATGTTAAAGAAAGATTAAATGGAATAATGCAATGTGATCTTTATAATAATGCTATCCTAGGTTATATAAAAGAAAAATATAAATATTATGAGACAAGGGATAGTGATTATGTCAAGACTCTAATTAATAAGTGGAAATGGAAATCTAAGGAGGAAAAGTGTAAACATAGTATTGGTAAAAGTCTTATTATTCACGAAAGAAAAGATAAAATAAAAGAAGGAGAACCATGTTTAATTGTGGATTCCACCGTTGAATATAAAAATAAAGCTAAAAAATTTCCCAGATGTAGGCTCGATATAAAATTAGAATTAGAAAAAAGAAATGTTAAATCGATAGAATCTGGTGGGAAAGATAGAAAGGTTAACTATATTCATATAAAATTATTGAATAATGAATTTGATTATGATGAGGTAGGAGAGTTTATTATAGATGGCACTTATACTGCCACCATCAATAATGGAAAAAATTTAATCATAACAACTTGCGATGAGGAAAATAGAGAATCATATAGGATATCATATAATGATTTTTGTACTTTGTGTAGGAATAATACAGAAGAGATGATGTTAAAAATATTACGAGAGGGAGCATATTAATTTACATAATATACTCTTATATATAATTATAATCTATTATATAATAGATAACAAGTATTTTACCTATTATATTATTATATAATTATAATATATTATAAGTATTTATCTATTATATAATTATAATCTATTATATAATTATAATATATTATAAGTATTTATCTATTATATAATTATAATCTATTATATAATTATAATCTATTATATAATTATAATCTATTATATAATTATAATCTATTATATAATTATAATCTATAATAATCTTATCTATTATAATACTATCTATTATAATAATCTTATTTAGTATAATACTATCTATTATAATAATCCTATCTATTATATTATTATAATAATCTTATCTATTATATTATTATAATAATCTTATCTATTATAATACTATCTATTATAATAATCTTATCTATTATAATGATACTATCTATTATAATAATCCTATCTATTATAATAATACTATCTATTATATAATTATAATAGATTATAATAATCTTATCTATTATAATAATGTTATCTATTATAATATAATGTATAATAATATATACATTATAATGTATTAAAGATTAGAAATTCCTGATAATAATTTTTGCAATCCATTAGAAGCAAAATCTTTAATCCAAGTTTCACCATTTCGTACATTACTTCCATAGTCAGGATCAGGATTAATATGAATAACTTTGGCTCCTCTACTTTTAGCTTTTCCTATAAATGTTCGTAAATATGGAAATTCCAAAGTTGTTCCAACAATAACAATATAATCTTTAAATTTAATATTATTATATACTTCTTGGACCTTGCGTTTATCTAATATTTCTCCAAAAAGTGTGATATTAGGTCTACATATACTTTCACATAAACAAGTTGGATCATTTTCATTAGTATTCATGCATGTATAACATTTAATACATGTCATAGTCTTATAAGATCCGTGTATTTCAACTACTGGTAATCCAGTGGAATCCGCATATCCATCAATATTTTGAGTTAAGATAAAACTATTGGGGTATTTATCACCTAATTCTTTTATTAATTGATAGGTTTTACCTGGTTTGTTATCCTTAATATTTTGATATAAAGGATGTAAGAATGTCCAGACATCCTTCAAATTATCATTATACAGATTTCTGATGTGTAATTTTGATTCAATATCAGATATTTCATTATATATACCTCCGTTGCCTCTATATGTTGGTAATCCACTATCTTTGGATGCACCAGCGCCCAATATGAAGAACATTTTATGTTTGTAATTTATTTATATAAAATCAATTAGAAGATTAAAGTATTTTAAATTTATAAATGAGAATTATAAGTTTTATAAAATAATAAAGGGAAAAAGAAATTAAGGAAAATATAAAGATGGAGAATTTCCAAGTTGCAGATTTATTAACTTATTATGAACCAATTCCACCAAGTACTTTAAATACAGCCAATGCATTAGTTAATGCACCTAACGGAGAAAGAGTACCATTTCAAACCTATATTACTGCTAAGAAAGAATTCAATGAGTTAGCTTCTGATGCTAGAGAAATAACACCGGCCAGAGGACGTCTCTATAAACACCAGGAATTAGTAGTCCGTTATTTACGTGAATATGATAGATTAATGTTGATACACGATACAGGTACAGGAAAGTCTTGTGTTTTTACTGGAATTGCCGAATATTTAAAGAATACCATTCCAGAATTAGCAGGAGCTAGATTAACTGGCACTGAAGGTTCCCTTGGTGGTTCTCATAATATTACTAATCCCATAACAATTAAACAAGCATTATTTATATCAAGAGGTGATACCTTATTAGAAGAAATAAGAAAACAGATAGTATGTAGATGTACTCCGCCTGGTGTATATGAAACCCCGGAAGTTTTAAGTGCAAGAACTGCTGGGGCTAGAGAAGGCAGAATTAAGACAGAATTAAAGAAATGGTATATTTTTGATAAGTTTTTGACGTTTTCTTCGCAATTGGCCAGAATGAATGACCAAGATATAATAGAAAACTATAGTTATACATTTATATTTATTGATGAATTTCATTTATTGAGAAATGATCCATCAATAACAAGTAAGAAGAAACATGCTCCTGAAATTCTAGTTCAAGCTCGTCAACAAATAATGAGATTATGTAGATTAGTGAAGAATTCTAAAATTGTGGTAGCATCAGCAACACCTATGGTTGACGACGTTAATGAAGTCACTGTTGGTATAAACTTTTTAAGAGCACATTTACCATTAGAACAACAAATGCCAGAAAATATAGATTATAGTAAGAGCAATATTACAAGAGAATTTGTAGAACCATATTTTAGAGGGTTAATATCATATGTTAGAAGATTAGATACTGGGGCAGTACCAGTATATAGAGGTACCAATATACAAACCCGTAATGATGACGGAACCATAAGAACATATAATATTAAGGGACAGGAATCATTAATGAGAGCATGGCAAGCCGCTAGATATGACGTTGCTAGACGTGAAGGAGGAAATGTTCGTAAATCGGAACGAGAAGCATCCAGTTTTATCTTTCCCAATGGTAAATGGGGCAAAGAAGGATTTAATGATTATGTTATTCCTATTCCTAGTATAGGTTGGTATGAACCTAATAGAGAATTATTGTCATTTTTTAGAAATGTTTATTCGGATGTTCAAGACCCCACAAGACCATTATGTTTGCAGGATTTAAGTGCTAAATATGTTACTATATTAGAGCTAATATCACAAGAATTGAATAAACCTGTTCAGGATCAAGGAGTTATTTTCTGTTTTCATGATATAATTTCTGGATCTGGATTAACTATATTTTGTTTGTGTTTGCAGTATGTCCTAGGATTACAAAGATTTACAGAAACTGGATCTATTTATCAAGGAGTAGCCGGAGAAGTTGGCTCTGCCTTTTGTTCTAGTTCTGGTCCATCACAATCTCTAAGTGCAAATTATCGTAATAGAGTCCCCCGTTTTGCCTTACTGACATCCAGAACTAATAAGAGTGAATTTGCTGCCATGATGGAAGCAGTAAATTCTCCTGAAAATTTGCATGGTGATATTATTAAGGTATTTGTTTCTGGTCCTATTGGTAAGGATGGTATTAATGTTAATAATGTAGTTCAAATACATAAATTTGAAGAGGGATGGAATTCATCAAGTAGTTATCAAGCAATTTCCAGAGGTATTAGATCCACCTCCCACAACGATCTTATAAATGAAAAAGCCACAAGATTATATGAGCAAATGGAATATAATGGAACTCCTATAACTATGGAGGAGGCCAGGGACAGAATAAGAATAGATGTAGATATTTATAGACATGTTTTGGTAGATCCTACTGAGCAGACAACTGTCGATATCGATGAATGTATAATTTCTGAAGACAAAGACATAGATATAATGAGAATGTTTAGATATATGATCGAATGTTCTATTGATTGTCACATTCATTATAGAAGAAATAGAAGAACCACAGATATAAATGGATCTAGAGAATGTCAATATACGAATTGTGATTATGTTTGTGTTAATCCTGCTCCAAACTATATTGATACAACAACATATGATATCTTATATTCTCAAGAAAGTATTGATAAGGTAAAATATGATATAATAGAATATTTTAAGAATTATACAACTGTCTCCTTACAAACTCTTTATTCTCTTTACAAATATGAACCCAAATATATAGACATGGCTATTGGCCAATTAGTTGAGGATAAGGTAAAAGTAATTAATAGATTTGGATATCCCTGTTATGTTAGAAATGATGGTGAAATTGTGTATTTACAATATGACTATCCATTTTCATTAGTTACGACCACTAGAGACACTTATACCTCCTCATATTATATTAACCATTTAGTGGGATTATCCAAAACATCATTAAGTGAATATAATGGAAGCGTCAAATCTGAACTTGATAGACCAAAAATAGATAAGCTTAAAGAATTACCTTCTGGAGATTTAAGATTTAATGCATTATTAGATTCACTTTCTATCGATAGTAAAGTGGCATTATTAGAGGATTCTATATATGATGTTGTGACAAATGCCCAAGTTACAGATCAACAACGTTTGTTCCAATTAGCCATTATTGAAAATTTCAAGGATTATTTCCATCCTATGCGAGAGCCCGTTAAGGAAATTAATAAAATGATCGATAAATTAACAGGAAAGGATGAATTAGAACGTGCTGCCACTGGAAAAGGCAAACGTGGTCGCAAACCTAAATTAGAGAATCAATCAAAGATTAAGCCATTAAAGGAGGACGATTTTAATAAGTTAGAAGAAGATCTTGATACTGAAGAAGTATATGTTCATACCTTGTATAGTAAAGTATCGGATAGAACTGCATATAATATGATGGCAAAATTAAATAAAGCGGAAGGTAGAACTAGAATATTAAAACTATCGGAAGGAAGATGGAGGGATGCAAATGTTTATGAACTACCAGCATACAATGCATTCATCCAAAGAAATATTTATGAAGGTCAACGTAGATATAGAGAGAATCCATTATATGGTACATTAACTACAACTGATGGAAAGTTTAGAATTAGTGATGTCGAGACAGAAAGATTAAATTTATTGAATATTAACAACAAGAATGATGCTAGAAGAAGAAAGAATGGACGAAATTGTGAAACATTCCCAAAGGCAGAAATTATAAATGTATTAAGAAGATTAAATATACAACCACCAAACAATGAGGTCTTACGTCGTTTAAATGCAGAACAATTAAAGACAGAAACTATAAATCAAATATCAAATGCCAATAGACAAACTATGGTTAACCGAATTATTTCTGAGAATATATTGGACGTTGCCACAGTGCAGGCCTTATCAGATGTAGATCTTAAATGGTATTATACTTGGAGTTTCTATATTATCAAGAATCAAATATGTCCAGTAATTCAGGAGTATTTCCGTGATAATAATCTCCTTCAAATAAAATAATATTATACCCTAATTATATAAATTATAGTTATATAATTATTATATCATCTTACATTATTAGTTATATAATTATATTATAACAATTATATATTATTGGTTATATAATTATATATTATACAATTATATTATACAATTATATTATACAATTATAGATTATTAGTTATATAATAATTATAGTTATATAATTATATTATTACAATTATAGATTATTAGTTATATAATAATTATAGTTATATAATTACAATTATAGATTATTAGTTATATAATAATTATAGTTATATAATTATATTATTACAATTATAGATTATTAGTTATATAATAATTATAGTTATATAATTACAATTATAGATTATTAGTTATATAATAATTATAGTTATATAATTATATTATTACAATTATAGATTATTAGTTATATAATCTATATTATATATTGACTTGATTGTCGGATATATTAATTAATTAATATAATATAATTACAAATTGATTATTTAATTAATATAATATAATAAATAGAAGTTACAATATAATGGAATTACTATTTGAACAAACAAAGGAATACTTAGCTAAAGCTTTTGATGAAAGAATTAGAAAAGTATATGGGTTCTTATCTTTAAAGGAAGGTAAGGAAGAGATTGATGGTCCTTATACCTATCAAGTATATAAAATTATGGCAGATAATATCACTGAATTATATTCCATTAATGTGAGTATGGATAAGGAGGATGAAGAATATAGTTATATTCGTGTTAATTTATCATATGTCCCTAAAGGATTCGATGATGATCAATATTATCAGGATGAATATGTGATATTTGGTGCTAATGATGAGGAAGACAACGATATAACTGATCACTCGAATATAAATTTAGTTGTTAACTCTGTTCTTAATGTATTAATTACTTATTTAAAGAAGGATATTTTTATTAAACATTTGCATAAATTACATAATCCCCGTAGTTAAATTTATAACTTATTATTTATATTATCTCTAATGAGAAATAATATAATCATAACAATAAATTTCAAAACAAATAGTTAGTAAATGAATATACGTAGATTATATAATCTATAAAGATAATTATATAATCTATAATATATAAAGATAATTATATAATCCATAAAGTATGAAGTATAATCTATAAAACAATTATATAATCTATAAAGTATGAAGTATAATCTATAAAGATAATTATATAATCTATAAGACAATTATATAATCTATTAAGACAATTATATTTAAATCAAAGACCAATCATCATTCTTAATATTATTTTTAGAATTGAATGATGTATGTTTAAATTCTGTATTATATTTGTAGTTATAATTTTTCTTCCAGTCCATAAGTCCATGATGTTTAGATGTTGTGGTAACTTTAAATTTATTGCTCTTATATCCTTTTAGAATGTCAATGTATTCTTCCATATTATCCACCATCTCCATAAACTCTTTGTGCTCATCACTAGTAATAAATTCTGTCATCATTCCATTTAATTCATGATCTTTATCCGCCATAATTTCATATCCTACATCTTCTAATCCTTTAACATGATCAACAATTCCTTTGATATGTTCGATAATTCTTCTCTTATCATATAAATCTTTATCCATCTTATATTATTTCTCTCATTATATTTAATAAATTAAATATAATATCAATTTTAAGCGTATATACATTCGTGTGATGTATATAAATGGATATTATAATCGATTATATGTTGGTAGATGGATATATACAAAAATTTGGACACACTTCCCCCTTTTCCGATGAATATAATATAAAATTGGTTATATAGTAGATGATAGAACAATGGAAAAGAGAAAGAATCCAATAAAGATATGATTAGGTTAGGGTTATAGAATAAAATATTTACATATTACACATATGATTTGTTTTGTATATAAGAGATATATTAGATCGAAAAATGGACATGAACATCTAGAAATATTTATACTACAGAAGAAAGAAGATAATAGAACCCCTCCAACCGGACGTCACGATACTGGGATGCTCTCTATCTATCTTACTATTCATTCTGACGTTCATTCCATAATTACTTCTTACTATCTAACTGGACGTCACAGCTAAACAATATTTCATAATCACTTCACAAACGATTTTTTGTCTGGTTAAATAATTCTTTATTTAACACATTTTCCTATATCTCTTTTTGTTTCCTATATAAACATATAGGAAGTCATTTTATTATGAAAATTTTAATAACTATATATTATGAGGTATTATAATAAGTATAGTTAATAACTTATTATTATAAGAGTATAAATTTTGTTAGATATTTGTATATTAATATCTCTTATAATTATTTATAAAATCTATCATAATTATATTTTGTTATATCTTAGTTATATAAAGATAAAAAGGTATTAATGTTACGTTCATAAATTATATTAATTTATGAAACATGTATACCTACACATAATATCTAAATTAAGAAAGCTATAATCATTGATATCTATGTTCAAAACTTATATTCTCTTAGTAAAATAGGGTTTGAACATAGATGTCAGTGATTATAACTTTCTTAATTTAGATATTAAAATAATAGTAAAATTATATAAATATAATTTCGTTGTTTCCTATGTCCCCAAAAGATTTACAAAAAATAAATATGTTGACGATGATTATATATACACCTAAATATATAAAATCTAATATAAATTGTGCTGTGGATACATTACTTCTATCTTTAAAAGATGATATCTTTATCCAACATCTGTATAAATTACATAACCCTTCCTTGTAAATTGATAATTTATTATTTATATTTTCTCTTTTGAGAAAGAATATATAATGGATTCGTTAGACTTATCTGAAATCTTAACCTTATATCATGATAATAAATTACATGATAGTAATTTAGTGGATAAATATATACAATTGACCATTTCGGAGCCTTATTACGAAAAAAATACCGTTTATCACATAGATATATTTAAATCCAATATTTTAAATTGTAAATATGTTGGACATTTAGATGATATAAATTCGACAGTATGTAGATGCGTTGAATATGGATTATATGACCAACTTCAGTTCCTCTTAGATAATTTGGATCTATTGGTTAGTAAGGCTACATATTTAGATGGAATTAAATCCTTATGTAAGTTATTAATGTTAAGAAAGATTGATATGAAATGTTACTTGATGGCAAAAGAATATGGATTTACGGATGTAAATTTAGAAAGAAGAATTAGTTATGTCCAGGAATTAATTAAAGGTAAGGATAATAGGAAATTATTGGAATATGAAGGACCTAAACCCGAGGAATATGGGGAACTTCGATATTGGGGATATAGACACACCTTATATTATCTTAAATATAATAAGAAGGACACTCTATCGATTGTTAAAAGGTTAGTTGATGAATGGTGGGGTGATTGTAGATATTCTGCCTATGTTGACCGTTATGGAGAACATGATGGTAACGCTATAGATCATATTTTTAAACATAGAGACCAATAAACTTCTAATACTTTTATCTTATCTTATATAAACTAATTTATTAAAGCAAAGACCAATCATTATCTCTAATATTATTTTTTGGGTTAAATGACAAATGTTTAAATTTGTTTTTATAATCATAATTTCTTCTCCAATCCATCAACTCATTAGATTTTCGTTTAATATTATTGTATCCCTTTATAACATCTATATATGATTCCATATTATCTACCATATCCATAAATTCCCTGTGGTCATCACTGGTCGTAAATTCTGTCATGATTTTATTTAATTGATGATTTCGGTCGGACATAATCTCACAACCTAACTCATCTAATTCTTTTACATGTCCAAAAATTGCCTTAATGTGTTCTATAACTTTACTTCTATCATATAAATCCTTATCCATTATAATTTGTATCTTATTTCATTAAATCTAAGTTATTATTTATATTATCAATTTTATAACATTTACAATATATTATAATTCTATCATCAGTTAATATATTGTATATAATTAATATATTAATTATAATTTAATATATTATATATAATTCAATCATAAGAGTTTCTGCGGTTCCCGTTCCCTTCATAATGATATAAGGATAATAAGAAAGAATAAAATAGTATTAATTATCCATATATAAATTTATTAAAATTTGATTTCAAGTATACCACCTCATGAGATAAAATATAAAGTTTTTATATTTTGCGTTCATTTCTTTCATAGGGTAGTATACTTAATATTAAATTTTAATAAATTTATATATGGATAATTAATACTATTTTATTCTTTCTTATTATCCTTATATCATTATGAAGTAGATACATTATAAATGTGAAGTTAGTTATATAGTTTATTATATAACTATACAAATATTCCACAAAGATAATTTATTATTTATAAATATAATGTATAATGTATGGATTTTACTGACATTGATACAATGTCAATATGTTATTGTAATGGTGGTGGTGGTCATGATCATGATGGTAGTAACGATTATGGTGATAATAGTAGTAATGGTATAATGATTATGGTAGTGGTGATGGTAATCGTAATAATTATGGTAATGGTAATGGTAATATATCTTATTATATTTATATACAAATTTAGGCACACTTCCCCCTTTTTCCATAAATATATTATATAATTGAAAAATGAACGAATGGGAACGAGAGATGGAAAATATGGGGAAGGGAAAATAGAATTGAATGATAATGAAAATAGAAGTATTTATAAATATACATATTATACATAATTTACTTAAGAATCATAAATATAAGACTAACATAAGAAAGAATGAAAGAATGAACACATTTAGGTACAATGTAACAGAAGAAAGAAGATAAGTAAAACCCCTCCAATCGGAGGTCACGATACTGGGATGATCTCTACCTACCTTACATTTCAATCTGACGTTCGATCCATAATTACTTCCTGCCATCTAACTGGACGTCACAGCTAGACAATATTCCATAACCATTTCACAAACGATTTTTGTTCTATATAAATAATTCCTTATTTAACAGCTTTTCTTATATATCTCTTTTGTTGTATCATATTGATATATGATAAATCATTTTACTGTGACAATTTTAACAACTATATAAAATTAATAATATTTGTACCTATTAGCTTATTAATATAAAAGATATTAATGTCTTTTATATTGGCATCATATAAATTATAATTCTATTTTATAACTTTTATTTTATAAGTTATAATAACTTATAATCCTACAATTTGTTATTACATATAATAATTTACAGAATTAGAAGATAAAAACAATATTAACAATGGTAATGTAATTATATATAATACTGATCTGATGGGATGGTATACACGAATAAAAATTGGAGAATGAAGAATGTAAGTTAATAAAATATAATTCTATAATTTATACCTCGTTATTTCATCCTATAACTTCTAATTCTATAATTTATACCTCGTTATTTCATTATATAACTTCTAGTTCTATAATTTGTTATCGTCTTATAATAATTTATAGAATTATAAGATAAAAACGATACTAACAATGATGGTGTAATCATGTATAATATTGATCTGATGGGATGGTATACATGAATAAAAATTGAAGAATGAAGAATATAAGTTAATAAAATATAATAATAATTTAGTATAAGCTTATATAAATAATTGTTAACTTACATTCTTCATTCTTCAATTCATGTATACCATCCCATCAGATCAATATTATACATGATTACACCATCATTGTTAGTATCGTTTTTATCTTCCAATCCCCAATTATATCACATATAGAATAAAGTTCTCGCTTATTATATTATTGTAACCTATAATAGGATAATCTTTTGTAAGTTATAGTAAGAAATTATAACATACTATCATCTAAATACTTTGATAAGTTTACGTAATAATATATTAATTTATAATTAATATATGTATTTCAATACCAAATCATACTATATTTATATTTATATTTATATATAATATTATAATATTATTTTCTCCTCAATCCTATTATATATTATATATAATAACTTATAAACTATATATAATATATAATAGGGAAAATAAAAACATCAACATCAAATAATCATAATAAATATAAGTATAGTATGATTTGGTATTGAAATACATATATTAATTATAAATTAATATATTTGGTATATGATGAATTTCGAAGACAATCAATGTAAAAAAATTTTTTAGGGATGACAAGTTATAAAAAATTTTTTAGGGATGACAAGTTGTAAAAAATTTTTTAGGGATGACAAGTTATAAAAAATTTTTTGGAGATGACAAGTTGTAAAAAATTTTTTAGGGATGACAAGTTATAAAAAATTTTTTGGAGATGACAAGTTGTAAAAAAATTTTTTAGAGACGATGCGATGGGATGAGATTAAAAAATTTTAGAAGATGGTGAAGCGAAGAGGATGATGTGATGATGATGAAGTTATAAAATTTTTAATAAGGTCCAACCATAAAATATTTCTTATCCTCTCATCACATCATCTCGTGGATTGAGATTGGATAAAAGATAAATAGTAAAAACATTTCACTCTATGTTATCAACCTTAATTATCACATCACCTCCTTACCATTCAACCATATAAAGATATAACAATATGATATTTAATACTATAATACCATATATTTTAATATCTTCATTACTCTCAAACATTTTATACTAAAGTTATGATAGTCAGTAATTTTATATTATATAGGAAGAAGGTCATATTTTGTCTTCTTCTTATTTAGACGAAATATTTTTTTAAGAGATTATATTTTATAAATTTTAAAATAATTACATAAAAAAATCTTTTTCTTAAATAAGAAGGAGACATCATACATCTTCTTTTATATAATATATATATATTAATAAGGAATTATCAATGTGATATATGGTTAATAATGTGACATCTTTATTATTAAATTATTATACCACAAAATACTATATATTCTATATCATCTGTATCTTTGAATTTTAATAAGAAGGATGATATGAAAATTGAAATGGATGATTGTTTTATGGCCTTACTTGTTAAAGATTCTTATAACTCATCTTCTTGCACACTTCATTACATCAATTACTTTTTCCAAGACTGAGAGCAACAGGAAGAAAACAAATTGTTAAAAATTTTATATTATCTTCATCATCTCATCATCTCATCACATCATCTTTAAAAAATTTTTTTAACTTCGACCTCTTCAAAAATTTTTTTCAACTTCATCATCTTCAAAAACTTTTTTCAACTTCATCATCTTTAAAAAATTTTTTTCAACTTCGACCTCTTCAAAAATTTTTTTCAACTTCATCATTTTCAAAAATTTTTTTCAACTTCATCATCTTCAAAAATTTTTTTCAACTTCGACCTCTTCGACCTCTTCAAAAATTTTTTTCAACTTCGACCTCTTCGACCTCTTCAAAAATTTTTTTCATCTCATCGTCTTCAAAAATCTGTAATTCGTTTTCATCTATTATATATTAATTTTAAATTAATATATGTAACTTAGTACTGGAATTATCCATATATGATATTATGAATTTTTTTTGTCTTCATTTTATTACATCCTATTATATTATATATAATAGTTTATAACTTATATTATATAATATATAATATATAATATATAATAGTTTATAACTTATGTTAGTTGTATTAGAATTTAGTGTTATGTATAACATAGAGTGTAATAGGTGTAGTACTATATTATCTTTATTTTAAATAATATATAATTATATACTATTTGATGGTAATTTTAATTTATTAATAGTAACTTTATATAATAAAGAATATAAAGTTATTGTAATAGAATATAAAGTTATTATAATACATTATAAAGTCATATAATCCTTTTGTAGAATAATTATAGTTGCAATAATACAACTACAATTTGATAGAATTCACTGAACCAAAACTGGCATAACAATTTGTGAAACTTGCGATAATGGAAGATGTATCTTATTACCATTACATAACTTCCAGGTGCTTGCCGTACCTCCATCTTTAGGTTCCTGTCCATCACCCCATGTTAATGCTATCATATATGATGTCTTAGACACTTGATTATTTCTATTATGAAATCCTTTATTATCCATAATTAATTTACAACCTTTGGATCTTGCCATTTCTATCTCCTTCAATGTATCAACCCGATCTTCTTACTAAATTGTTCATGATAGTAGTTTGATGTCTTTCCTGGATTTACCCTCCAATCTCTACTTCCTGTATCCAAATATTTCCCTTCATTCCATTCACATGGCAAATGTAATACTAAATCTTTCACATATCCATTGTTGTAAAGATTAACTGCTATATGATCAGCCCAAGCGGCACCACCACTTATCAATGTCACTTTTCCCATATCCATCTTAAAATGATGTATAATAATATATTTAACGGCATATATCATTTTTTCATATAATTCTGCACTCATTTTTTGTCCATCTTCTTTTCTGCCAGCAGTTCCTATTATAGCAATTGTAACTTCCTCCATTTATATTTCTTTAAATTTTCTATTTCTTTTCATTTTTCTTCTCCATCCCAAATATCTAAATAATTTCTTATAATATCGTCTAACATGGCTCTTATACTTATAAACATAATCTTCCATAAACCAACCTACCGAAATAGCATGATGTTCCTCAATACCTTCTAATATTATCTTATCTATTAACTTCACCATTTCTTTTGTGTCATCTCCATCACCTATATTGTTCAATAATTCCACAGAGCCATTAATAATAATCTCCTGTCTCTCCCTAAGATCCTTAAGATTCTCATATATCTCTTTAATCCTAGTATCCTTATACATCTTTTTAAGATCATTGTGGTAGTGATAGTATGTATCATTGAATATCTTTTTAAGCATATGGTAATACGGTATTATATTAAATAATGGAATTTCTTTCATAAAGGAAAATTGTTCATATACTATGTATAATATATTAATATCTATCTGTTTAAATAATCTTTCCATATAATTTATGTTTATGGGATTATCGATAGGTTGTAATCTATGATCTACTACTTGAAATAATTTAGAATGAAGTATTTTATCAATAGTGAATGATGTATTATTAAGACCGTAATGTAAATTTATCTTTAATTGTAGAGACCAATTACCTTTATATTTTAATTTGTGTATATATCTATCTTTATTATCATTTAATAATTTAAGAAAACATATATTATTATAATATTTATTCACAGAATAAAATAATAACTGGACATTTCGATATTGTAAAATATAATGAAATATATCATAGTTATGATATAAAAATAATAATAATTCATTATCTATTAATTCTAATTCATTCCTTCCATCCTCATCTAATTCTTTATACAGTAAGGTTTTAGGAAGAACTTTAGATATTAATTCCTTCGCATATCTACTTGATATATTCCATAATTTTGATATATCAGACATTTATTATAATTCCAAAGTAAACTTTAAATCAATTTTTAATTTACTAATTCAATATATGGAATAATTTCTTCGTTGTAATATTTATAATCAAAATGTTTATCATGATAAAATACAGAAGAATAAATTCTTATATTTATTATTTTATTTATTTCACGTATAGCATTAATATTATGTCTTATAAACTCTTCTGTTAAAAATTTATTTATACCATATTCAAATAATATGCAAGTAAATTAAAAAATAACTATTCTTTTAATAATCAAAATTATGATATATATCATATAATGTAAATTCATTTGATGTTAACAATATATTTTCGATGGTTTCAGTGGTGTTAATCCATTAGTTGATAGTCTATTATCAATTATATATTTAACTTTATCGGACAATATATATTGTATATTTTTTTCAAATGAAAAAGGATGTAAATATATCTTTAATTGTAATAACCACATATTATCCCATCCACAAAATTATCATAATTTCTCGATAATAATTTATGTATAAATAAATTATAATAATACTAATTGTATATATTAATATCATAATTATTATATATAAAATATATAACTTTGTTATTCAATTTATGCAATTCATGAGCCTCATTTTTATTTAATCCTATCTTTAATTGACATGGTAACAATACATCTATAAGTACTTCTTTTATCTCTAAATTTGATATTCTTCACAATGTTAATAACTTCTTATCTCTAACATACATAGACATTCTCTTATCATAAATATTTCATCTATTCTTTATAATAATAAAATTTATGATCAATATTTAATATTAAATTAATTGAATTTATAATTAATTAGGAAGATAAATAAGAAAAATGGATAATGTGGAATTAAACCCAGTAATACCAGATCCTTGGTTAGCATTCGGATCTAATGTATTACCTATTCTCGACATCTTGTAGATGTCTCTGCAAGATAATAATTATCAATGGAAAGATATATGTATGAATAATGCTGAAGAATATAGATGTCAAATGTATAGTAAATATCATTCAGATGTTTGGTATCCACTTTTGGAGGAAATGTCAGATGAAGATAAATATTTTACCATGAAATCCATATTTTTACCATATGATATTAATTTATCACATGAACAAAGTGTACCATATAATCCATATTTTATAAGATTAAATAGTATGTCTCCAAAATATAGGAACCCTGTATATAATGTATATGAAGCATATAAGATAATAAACGAAAGTGAAAGAACTACATGTACTCGACGTGACCACGATCACGTCGAGCTTCATCTCATCTTTGATGAGATGAAGTACATTATTATGTAACTGTGAACATAAAATAATGTTTCGAGAATATTGGGAAGAGATAAAAGATTGTCGAGAATATCGTTGTGTTGTTATAAAAGATAAATTATGTCATATAGAAAATTATTTTGAAGGTACCATTGATATCGATATTAATACCATAAATAAGATCAAAACATTTCATCAAAATTTAGTGATGGATTCCTTTACTTCATATGAAAATTATGTTTTTGATATTGTTGATATTCCAGGTAGAATTAAAAATTCTATATATGATGACGGATTATTTATAATAGAAATAAATGATCCTTGGATGACGAGATTGGGATATCCAATGTCATATGTATATGATTAAGCACGTTGATATTTTACATACATAACCAACTCCTGTAGATATCTATAGTCGAAACCACCATTTACATTAACCACTATCTCCTTGGGATAATGAAAATAATTATATGGAAGAGTAGAATATCTGGTGCTTCGTATACCTTGATTGTATATACCTTCATATTGAATTTCTAAAACCTTCCAACCGGAAGGATTACCAACTGTAAGATTAAATCCTAAACTATTAGTATAGTAATTTCCTCCAATTTCAAAATCCGGGGTTTTGTTCTTCCATATGTATGTTGTTTCTTTTTGTGTTACTCCCTTATACCAAAATGTTGCAGTATTACCGGAGATTGGGGCTTTCCAGATAGAATTGTAAGAGTTACTACCAGCAGTAAACCATCCTTGTTTCATGAAGTCTGATAAATGAATACTATATTCCTGCCAATAAGTTGGCGGCGGTGGTGTAGATCCTCCGTTTCCCATTTTTCCTATTCTTATATTATTTTGTCACAAATATATCATCATATTATATAACAAAGAGTATATTAATATTTTTAAATATAATGTTAAAACTTATTTTACCATCTATAATATAATATTATATAAAGTAAACTTTATATGTAGTAATATGGTTATATTATATATATATATAATATAAGAAATTAAACTATTATCATATAAAGTTTACTTTATATAATATTATTTAAAGTATATATTTATATAGAAAAAATTTGTAATATATTATATTAAATAATTATATAATATAGTATATGTTAATGTATTATAATATTATAATAAATATAATATAATATGATGATAAATATAATATAATATAATATGATGATATAATACTATAAGGAGGGGGCTGGTGCAGGTGCTGCTGGTTGTACTGCAGGTGTTACAACGGAGGCAGGTGCTGTCGTAGGAGCAGGAGTAGAAGACCCACCATATCTAAAATAATAATATATAACATAAGATGCAACTAATAATATTACAATAGCTATAATTATAATAGTTAACGATGATTTAACTGTTAAATCCTGATCGCTGGTAGCCGTTAATTCATTAAATACTCTTGTTTTTACTATGTTATCAATACTACACTGTCCAGTAACATTTTGAGTTTGTGCGAGGCCTATTGCGACATTACTACCCTGTCCAACTACAATATCCACATTTTCAATGGTTTGGTTTCCGCTAATGGTACAAGTACTAGACACTAAAGTACTAACAAGATTAGTGACAGAATTATTAATTTCCACTTGATTACTATTTTGTAAACTAGAAAAATCTAAACTTAAGAAGGTTCTTTCGGCACTTAAACTTTGCTCTGCGGAGGACTTTATAATATTATCTATTTGAGTATCTACGGCTTGACTCATAGCACAGGATCCGTTAACTGTGGCAGTTTGAGACAATGATATGGTACAATTATCGCATATACCGACTACTATTCGGACATTGCTGATACTTTGATTACTAATAACACCACATGTTGCTTTACTGTTAGAATATATTTGATTAACGGTTTCTTGATTTAAGGATGCAATGTTCTGATTCCCCATATTTATTATTCGACAAAATAATAATTCGAGTATTTAATAATGTAATCGACCATAATCATATCTTTGGCACATTCCAAATCCGGCTTCGCATTCCTCTCTTACTCCGTACTCTTCCCCTATTCTCTTAATTACCGTATTCTCCAATCTTCCATCATACTCATCTTCCGGATAACTTATTACATCCTCTAATTCACTTTCAGATATTTCCGCGAATGCTGGGGTTGCCGCCGTACTATCAACCTCCCCTGTTCCACCACTAGCTGCATTAACAACAGAATGCACAGGAATATTAGTTGATGGTGTATATACTTTATTTCTCGGATACATTTTATATCCATAGTCTTGCATTTGATTGTATCCTAAGTCTAATAATTCTACTCCTGTTATTTGTCTTCCATTTGGCGTTATATAAACTTCATTCGGATGAGATATTATAAAATCCAATACCGTATTCATATTAACATCTAAATTTTCCCTTCGATAATTCATTCCCATTCTTTGTGCGAATGCGGTTTGTGTTGTTATCATAGGAACAGACTCCTGATAACCCTGTATCCACCTTTCCATAATATGTGGTTTAGATCTTATAAAATTTTCTTTATTACCATACAGTTTGATAACCAAATTTTCTGCAAATCCATTATAGAGTTTATTCCATAACATCTCTCTATCTTCAGGAGTATGTACTGTTGTCGGATATTCAACGTTTTCCATCCTTTCTTTTATCCTATATCAATTTTTTAATTGATATTTAATTTTAATAAACAATATATTTAAATTATGGATTTACTACCCAATGATATTATTAAATATCATATTCTTCCAATATTAGGACAACAATCTTTGTCTTGTTTATTTTTCACTTGCAAAAGATTTACTTCCTTTATATCTCCAATTTCCTATATACCCAAATATTATAATTTACCATATGAACTATATGGAGATCTTTCTTCCATTATTACCAACAATGAATACTTCCTAGTTAGATATATATTACATCATTATCATAATGAATTATGGTATTCACAGTATATTCCAATGGTATTATATACTTTTAAAATAAATTGTCAAATATTACTAGATAAATATTTGTCTCTATTATGTAGGGATAACTTTACATATAGTAATAGGTATTATAACAAATATTGTAAGTTATTTTTCTTATGTGATTTGCATGATAAGAATTCTCTATTAAAGGAGGACGTTTTAATTTATAAAGATGATGATTATTATGGAATGTTTTACGAGGTTTATTATGGTGGAGAGAATCAATGTCGTGAATATACAGAGTCAGGGGATTGGAATTTTGAACCTGATAAAAATTTTACATTACTTAAGTATACAATTAAATACAATAATTTTAACTGTTTTAAGATAGTAGTTGATAAATTCTTTAAACGTGGTATTGAAGACCATGACTCTGATAAAATATTCGAATATATATATAAGAAAAGTTATAAGAAAGGATTAGAATATATATGTCAGAATTACAAACCCCGAATTGACGATATTGGAGACTTATCCAACATTCATGATAATGAAATATTGGATATATTGAATAAATATGTTGGAGATAAGTGGATTGCTTTTATTTATACTCAAGCATTGGATATCAAATATTATAAGCTGGCAGATGAATTATTACCACAACTTTTACATGAAAAATATCTTTCTGGATTGGGATTAATGACTATCATATATAGTGCGGCCTATTATAAACCTCATTTCTTACAGTTTAAAGATAAGGCACAAATAACAAGGTCTTACCTCATGGGTTTGAACATCCAGCCAAATATTATAGAAGATATATTATCATAATTATATTATAAAAATATTATGTTTACTATAAAATGATATAAATTTAAGATTGATATCAAATTTAATTTTGGCATAATAAGGTATATGGTCTACCCAATAATTTATAATAGAATTCATACTGTCTCCAGTATGATAATATTTTATATGTTTCATATCTTCTAATTTATGAGCACAAGCATCCTTTGCATCTAATTCTTGTGCATGTAATATTGTTTTATGGTTATCATCATCATCGGCAAATGATAACATAGAAAACGATAATAATTTAATTGTTACCTTTCCTATATCATTTTCCTTTTCTTTTAACTCACTATCCGTTCCACATATTACATTAACTGTATAAATTTTATCATCCATGCTTCGTATATTTAACCCGTCCGTGTATTGTATATTTTTAACATTACCCATACCAATTATGTCGGTTATGTTCTCTTTATAAATTTCATTCTTACAATGTATATTGCCCTCTTTATCTAAAATTATACATTCCTCAACATCTGTAATTATCTTCCTTCCGCCCTTAACATTTTTTATAAATTTTGAATCTTCACCGCAATATTTACCATATACATCCCCAGTATTAGTAAGATAATATATTTTTTCATCCATAGAGGACAATGATATAATATTTCCTTCTTTAGTTAATCTTTTAGGTTTATTGTTATATGTATAAATATCTCCATTCTTTAGATATATAATGGAGTATCTATTTAAAAGATCAATATCAGTTACATCCTGATGTAAAACTTTTGATGTGTATTCCTTATTATCATTTTTATATAATAATGATAATGATAAGTTATCATCTATGTAATAAATATATTTTTCTAATTGTATTACATTTAATCCTTTATATGGTAACATATAACCTTTAATATCTAATTCGGTACATAAAGTTATATTATGTATTTTTTTCTTACCTATAACAATATTACCACATTTAGATGCTAATATATATCTATCATACCAAGATTTACATGATGACATATTAAATTTTCTATAATCATGGAACAATTTATCTTTCCAAAATATATTATTACTTAATATATTATTAAATCTTTTATTTATAAGTTTCATATATTTTGTATCTGTATAGTTAACATTGAGTAATATAATATTTAACAATTCATCTGGTATATATTCCATTTATGGTGTAAATATTATTCTATTATGTAATTTATTGAATTACATAATATATAGACTTTAAAGATTAGGAGCGATTTTCACTATAATCAAATGGGACGGCGGCTTTAGGATTACCATTTTGTTTAATGTATTTACCCATGGTCATTGCATAATAAGCATCATAACTACCTGGGCGAAATGTAACAATAGATATACCTTTCGTTGGGAGGAATTTAACGATGGGATATTGTTTATCGATGACACCATGATGATCTTCACTAATAAATCTTTGGAAATGTTTCTTAACCATGGCTTCCGTTAGCCATTTAGGAATTCTTTTTCCCACTAATACATGACCACTATATCCTTCTGGTGGACTTTTATATTCTAAATATTTGGGTTTAATGAAGTAAGAATCGGTTAATGTTTGAATATCCTCATATTTCTGTCTTCCGGTTAAATATTTAATTAGTCTTTCTCTTTTATCTTTATCGAGTTTTAATTTAGGCATTTCAACTAATGGTGGTAAGACATCGACAATGTATTTATCTTTTTCATATGCAAGTTCTTCTTCGGCCATCTCCCACCAATCCTTACCTTTAAAACTATTTAAATACTCATCTAAGGTTTTATATGTGCAAATCAAAGGCTTCCAATCAAGATTTTCTTTAGTTATTTTTCTTTCACTACCATCAGGATTATTGCCGACAAGGACGTGGATAAAATGGGGATTATTACATTTAATATAACTGACGCCGGTATGTTCTCCGGTGTGACGTGTAACATAATTAAGCTCATAATCAACATCGGTAAAGAGACCCATACGTTTTCCTTCACGTATAACGAAATCTAGGCGCTCGACAACTTCTTGTCTAGTAAAAATATTAGTTCCAAGGTAAGCGTAGTGCGGATCGAGTTCCATGATTAAATATTTTAGGATCTTTTATCTTCTCTCAAATATCTCAAAAGAATAAATTTCTAAATCAAAATGGACGAACTCTTCACAACTTTTCATTCAGTGATCAAAGGATTTAGCACACCTAATGTAACCTATTCTGACTCTGAAAGTAAGTTTCATAAATTTCTCACCTCCACAGACTCCACCCAGAAGATGTTCTCTTTCTACACACAATTATTAAATCTACAATTAACAAAAGGATCTTTAGAACCTATTCTTAGTAACAAAGATTTTGAAAGCTTTGTCCACGAATATCTTCATCATTTAGAAATTTTAAGATCAGAAAGTAATGGAAATAACGATAAAAATGGACCATTATTAATAGTTATTGCTAATCAGACCTTATGTGATAGGCATAAGAAGGAGGTATTAGAATTAGCAAAGCAAAGGAACGTGGCTGTGCAATTTCAATATCTTGATCAAGGAAATAAGATAGTTTTAGTTGGAAAGAAGGATATGAATAGTAAGACGGAAGATATTCAATTGTTAGTTTCGGATGATAAAGTATTGTGGAATGTGGAGTATGTTCTACTTCCAGCAATAACCAACTAAGATTATTATATTATCTTATATAATTATATAAGATAATCTCTTATAACCCAATCGAAGATGGGGCGAAGAAATTTATAATCTTCATAACTTTATAATCTCTTGTAACTTTGTAAACTATTATAATCTTCTATAACTTTACATAACTTTATAATCTTCTTATAATTATAATCTTCTATAACTTTACATAACTTTATAATCTTCTTATAATTATAATCTTCTATAACTTTACATAACTTTATAATCTTCTTATAATTATAATCTTCTATAACTTTACATAACTTTATAATCTTCTTATAATTATAATCTTCTATAACTTTACATAACTTTATAATCTTCTTATAATTATAATCTTCTATAACTTTATAATTCTTGTAACTTTATAATTCTTGTAACTTTACATAACTTTATAATCTTCTTATAATTATAATCTTTAATAATTATAATCTTCTATAACTTTATAATCTTCTTATAATTATAATCTTTAATAATTATAATCTTCTATAACTTTATAATCTTCTATAACTTTGTCATCTATTATAACCCAATAAAAGATCAGCCAACTACTTGCTATCAATAATAACAATAGTTTATAAAGTTATAAGAGATTACAAAGTTATAGATGATTATAAAGTTACAGAATTACAACTTTATAATTCTTATAATTATTAAAGATTACAAAGTTATAGATGATTATAAAGTTGTAGAAGATTATAAAGTTGTATAAGATTATAAAGTTATATAAGATTATAAAGTTATAAGAGATTATAAAGTTATAAGAGATTATAAAGTTGTATAAGATTATAAAGTTGTATAAGATTATAAAGTTATAGAAGATTATAAAGTTATAGAATTATAAAGTTGTATAAGATTATAAAGTTATAGAATTATAAAGTTGTATAAGATTATAAAGTTATAGAAGATTGTAAAGTTATAAGAGATTATAAAGTTGTAAAAGATTGTAAAGTTATAGAATTGTAAAGTTATAAGAGATTATAAGTTTATAGAATTATAGAATTGTAAAGTTATAGAAGATTATAATCACAAGAGATTACAAGGTTACAAGAGATTATAAATCCATAAAGTTATAGAAGATTATAATTATAAGAGGTTACAAGGTTACAAGAGATTATAAATCCATAAAGTTATAGAAGATTATAAAGTTATAAGAGATTATAAAGTTATAAGAGATTATAAAGTTATAAGAGATTATAAAGTTATAAGAGATTATAAAGTTATAAGAGATTATAAAGTTATAAGAGATTATAAAGTTATAAGAGATTATAAAGTTATAAGAGATTATAAAGTTATAATCTCTTGTAAAATATTATAACTTTGTGGTCTTCTGTGGTTTTATAAACTATTATAAAGTTATACAATTATAGAATTGTATAAGATGAAGTTATAAGAGATTATAGAATTATAAAGTTATACAATTACAAAGTTATAAGAACTATAAAGTTATATAAGTTTATAAAGTTATAGAATTACAAAGTTATAAGAGTTTATAAAGTTATAGAATTACAAAGTTATGGAAGTTTATAAACTCTTATAAAGATAATAAAATGATACTAACATCACACTTATAAATTATAATAATTTATAATCTATGTATACCTATGCATGCCTAATCTTCATACATTTATAATTACAGATGATAAAATATGAATGGTTATATCAATATTATTCATGGCTAACTTTTATTAATTGTAAATATACAAAGATTATAAATTACGATAATTTATAAGTATAATATTAGTATCATTTTATTATCTTTATTATCTTTACTAATTCTATAATTTCACGATCTTCTATAATTGTAAATAGTAATATAAAATGATATAGACAATAGGATTATAATTACGTATAAGTTTACTGTTATGTGATGGTACACATAAAATCAATATGATTATAATAACTTCTACATTGTTGTATAAAATTTCATGTGTACCATCACATAACAGTAAACTTATACGTAATTATAATCCTATTGTCTATATCATTTTATATTACTATTTACAATTATTAAATTACAAATAGTATAAAATTATAATCTTATATAATTCTATAACTTTATAATCTTCTATAACTCCGTAATCTTCTACGACCTCATAACTTTATATCTCCCACAATTATAATTTATAACTTTATAATCTCTTATAATTATAATCTTCTATAAGCCAATCGAAGATGGGCGAAGCACTTGCCATCATGTGATGGCAAGCTCTACTTTATAATCTTGTATAACTTTATATCTCTTATAATTATAATCTTCTATAACTTTATAATCTCTTACAATTATAATCTATAACTTCACAATCTTTTATAATTATAATCTCTTATAACATATTATATAATATTATAACTCGACTTATCATCTTTAGATGATAAGGTGACATTTACTTTATAATCTCTTACAATCTTGTATAATGTAATATAATTGTAAATACTAATATAAAATAGTATAGACAATACTTGTTTAGTAAAATATAAAACTTAATTGATGTCACGCATACCATCTCATTAGATTAATTTTATACATAATTGTATCCATATTGTCTATATTATTTTATATTAATATTTACAATTATATGACATTATACAAGATTATAAAGTTATAAGAGATCATAAAGTTATAGAAGATTATGGGGAGGAATTATAAAGTTATATAAGATTATATAGTTATAGAAGATTATAATTATAAGAGATTATAAAGTTATAAATTATAATTGTAAGAGATTATAAAGTTATAAATTATAATTGTAAGAGATATAAAGTTATATAAGATTATATAGTTATAGAAGATTATAATTATAAGAGATTATAAAGTTATAAATTATAATTGTAAGAGATATAAAGTTATACAAGATTATAAAGTTATGGGAGATTATAAAGTTATACAAGATTATAAAGTTATGGGAGATTATAAAGTTATAGAAAATTATATAGTTATAGAAGATTATAATTATGATCTCTTATAATTATAAGAGATTATAAAGTTATAAAAGATTATAAAATTATAGAATTATAACAAGAAAATGATACTAATATTATGCTTATAAATTATCATAATTTATATTCTATATATACCTACACGCTACTAATTTTATACATTTTATAATTACTAATTACTAATTATGAATATTAATATCTATATCAAAAATTATCTTTTTTTTATTAAATTATTCTTTTAAGGTAATATAAAATATGTTGTTAACAAAATTTTATAATGTATATAGTTTATAAAAATTTTTTATTATGTATAGTTATGAAATGGTGAAATATAAATTTTATACTTCCTTAAAAGAATACATTAAAATATAGAAGATAATTTTTGATATAGATATTAATATTCATAATTAATAATAATTAATTATAAAATTAATAGTGTGTAGGTATATATAGAATATAAATTATGATAATTTATAAGCATAATATTAGTATCATTTTCTTGTTATAATTTATTTATATATAATTATAGAAGATTATAAAGTAGAGCTTGCCATCATATGATGGCAAGTGCTTCGCCCCATCTTCGATTTGGTTATGAGATTATACGAGATTATAAAGTTATAAAGTTATATAGTTATATAGTTATGGAATTATAAAGTTATATGAGATTATAAAGTTATAAAATTATAAAGTTATGGAATTATAAAGTTATATGAGATTATAAAGTTATAAAGTTATATAGTTATATAGTTATGGAATTATAAAGTTATATGAGATTATAAAGTTATAAAATTATAAAGTTATGGAATTATAAAGTTATATGAGATTATAAAGTTATATAAGATTATAAAGTTATGAGATTATAGAATTGTATGAGATTATAGAATTGTAAAAAATTATAAATTTATAGAAAATTATAAATTTATAAAGTTATGAGATTATAAAGTTATGAGATTATAAGGGATTATAGAAGATTGTAGAATTCTATAATCTCATACAATTCTACAATCTTCTATAAATTTATAATCTCATACAATTCTACAATCTTCTATAAATTTATAATCTTATAATCTCTTATAATCTCATAACTTTATAATCTTCTATAAAACTATAATCTCTTATAAAATTATAATCTTATAATCTCTTATAATCTCATAACTTTATAATTCCATAACTATATAACTTTATAATCTCTGAATGGGTTTTAGAAGATTATAGAGTTATATCAAATTATGAATTTATATTATATATAATGGAATATATATATTATATAAATATTATATAAATAATAAGAAAATGATACTAATATTATGCATAACTTATAATCTCATATAACTTTATAAGAAATTACAATACACTATAAAATATTACGATAATTCATTATATTTCAATAATAGATAAGATAATTATAACAGTTTATAACCAAAATTGATTTTATAAGTATAAATGATAAACCATAAAGTAGATCTTGCCATCTTAAGATGGCAAGTGCTTCGCCTCACCTCCAGTCTTCGTCTTGCGATCTTAAGATGGCAAGTTGAGTTATAGATAGTAAATATTAAAATGTTTAAGAATCGTATAAATAAGGAGCAAGTTAAATTAAAAGAAGAAGTTAATAATGGAGCAATATTAAGTTATAAAGTTGTCGAAGGTAATGATGATATAGTTGTTTCATTCCATGGTCCAGAAAATACTAAATATGAAGATGATGTGTATACTGTCAAATTTGTCTTCCCATCAGAATATCCATTTAGGTCAGCACAAGGATATTTTATAGGACAAGCTCCCAATCATCCATTTTATTCCTTTGATAATGATGATAATATGCAATTAAAAAGAAAAACAAACTTAGCAAATACAGATTTTGGTATTACATATAATAAGATGCCAAACTTATATGTTGTGGACTTCGTTAAATTGATTCAATAGTCATTAACCAAAGAAGGCGAAGAATTAATGGATTCCTATATGCAAAGAAACGAATAAAGTTTAAATTATATATATATTATTTTAAACTTTATAATTCCTTCTATTAGTTTATATAAAAGATATAATAGATGATAAATATGATATTAATTATACATACAAATTTATATATAAATTTGTATTCATGGGATAGTATACATAAAATAAAACACGAACTTATGAGAATATAAATTATTAAATTATATCCAAATAATTAGTACTACTATTTAGAATTATATATTTTCATAAGCTTATGTTTTATTTTATGTATACTATCTCATGAATACAAATTTATATATAAATTTGTATATATAATTAATATCATATTTATCCTCTATTATATCTTTTATATAATTTATATTCTCATAAGTTCATGTTTTATTTTATGTATACTACTATCTCATGAATACAAATTTATATATAAATTTGTATATATAATTAATATCATATTTATCCTCTATTATATCTTTTATATAATTTATATTCTCATAAGTTCATGTTTTATTTTATGTATGCTACTATCCCATGAATACAAATTTATATATAAATTTGTATATATAATTAATATCATATTTATCTTCTATTATATCTTTTATATAAAATAATATGTTCATGTTTTATTTTAATGTATACTACTATCCCATGAATACAAATTTATATATAAATTTGTATGTATAATTAATATCATATTTATCTTCTATTATAAATTAATAAATGTCAGTTGCTTCATATGCTGCCCTCTTAGCATCCTCATCACTTAACCCACAATCCTTAAAATTGTCCACCATGGCATTATATCCCATAGCTTTTATATTACCATAACATTCCCCGGCATCTAATACTACATTAACTGTCGATCCTAACGGAGTAGTTGATATAACATCTCTAACTGTTGACTCCACAACACCTCGCTCCCTACCAGTGAATTCCTCTGTAAAGCCACCCGATAACGTTGACCATCCAGCTGAGTCCGATGGATTGTGCGGTCCATATTCACTAGATATTTCTGATCCCATCTTATTCTATATATCTCCTATAAAAATGATTTCGTTATAATATTAATCTCAATTTTATAGGAAAGTAAAATTTATCTTGTATTAAAATGACTTTAAGTTCTCGTCAATTTGATAAATTGTTATTAGAGGATAGAATAAAGGAATGGTATGAAAGTCCAGATTTACATGATTATGTTTCTTCTCCAAATAATATTATGTTTACCGTCACCTATATAGACGATGATAATACTACTCGAACGGAACTTATGGAGGCCAATGAAGATGATGAAGCCTACCAACTCTTTATGATATCCAATAGAGATAAATTTGATGATGATGGTAACTATATACACCCTCAAAATAACAATCCTATATATGATGAAGATGATTACGACGATATATTATATCATGATGAAGAGGAGGAAGAAGAAGAAGATGATTATATAGATGAAAATTATCAGGATAGTATGTTAACTAGAAGAGGGGAATATAGATTTTTGGAAGATGCCCCAATAGAAATACTTTTCAATATTGCTAAAGATATACCAGTAAGTAAATTAAATGCCTTGTGTATGAATAATAGGAGATTAAATAATATATTATGTAATAATAATAACTTTTGGAAAGATAAATATCTTAATGACTACTATTATAGGAATGATAATATTAAAGATATATTAGATTGGAAGAGCTTATATAAAAGTATATATAGGAATATATTTGTACAGGGAAGCTTTCTTAATAAGAAATATGATAGATACACAAGTATAGGAGTATCAAATGTTAAAAATGTCTGGATTGGGTCACATACTATAATTTATAGGGATATTGACAACTATTTATATAAAATAGATCAAGGTGGAAAAGAGAGAATTTTTAATACAAAATTTAAAGAAGTATCCGTTGGGTACGATCATATTGTTGCTATATCTTATTTGGGTGATGTTTTAGGAATGGGAACTTATGCAAGCGCAGGGTTATTTTTCGGCAGTGAGTTTGGTGGCGAATCCAAAAAAGATGCCCAGTATTCCCGCAGTCATTACCATAGACATTTTGTTAAAAATACAAAAATTATTCCATTAAAAGTGTCATGTGGAATGGATTATACGGCAATGATAAGTAATACAAATAATATATTAATATATGGATTTGGGTTTAAGGTTGATAAAAATTTAAGAGTTAAAAATATAAGTGCTGGACCAGAGGATTTATTAGCTATCGATATGGGTGATAATTTACATATTTTCACTAGAAATGGAGGAAGGAATGGGATGGCTGCAAGTAAGGTAAAGAGTGCATATGCAGGTTCAGGAGTTCATATATTCATCGATTATCATGATAATTGTTGGGCCGTTAATAGTAAGGAATGGAAATCTAATGCTTTATATATTCCTTATATGATGACTAATATAAAAATGAAAGGTGCTGGTAACTGTGATGTCAATATGAGTGGTTATGGTAAACATGGTAGTTGTATTATATTATTAGATATGGATAATAATCTTTGGACTACAAAATTACAAAATGGTAATATTATATTAAGTGATAAAATTCAGGATGTAAAAGCATATCAATTAAATGATGGATATTCCTGGTCGTCATGGATTAAATCTATCATACATCTATAAATTAAACAAATTGGATTTGTGTATATTCCCCATTGGTGTTATAAATAAACTAAAATTGATTTTATAATTAATATTATAAAATATAATAAGATATTATATATTAGAAAGTAAGATGACGAAATCTTCTACTGTGCCTTGTTGTGTTGGCTTGATAATGTTTGGATTGTTTGCATTTCTAGGCACATTCATTTATGGAGTTGGATTATATGGAATTTGGAAACCAAATTTAGAACAATACAATACATATACTCCTGCAATTTGTAATGTTACCAATTATTATATTTATGTTGATTGGTGTCAAGATAGTAATAACAATGATTGCACTAACTATATTCCAAGATTTAATGTATATTATATAAAATTAGATGAAAATGCCACTAATCCATCCGGTAATGCCAAGGGTATGGAATATAAAGACATGAGATATTATAATGTTAAGAAACAAGCCGAAGATGTAATTAATAGATACAAAGATAAAATTAATTTTAATTGTATGGCAAGAAGTATTGAGGATATAGTATATTTTATTTATAGTGGAGATGATATTAAACAAACTATATTTAATTTGGAAATTGCTGGCTATGTTATGTTTGGATTTGCTGGTCTTGGATTAATGATTGTCATTACTAGCATTCTAACTAGTTTAATTTCCAATAAAATAAAAAAATGTAGAAAACAACAAAAGAATAATAATGACAGTAAAGTTTAAAATATAGTTTATATAATTTATTTTATAAAATAAATTATAAATGTAAGAATTAATAGTTATATAATAAATTATGAAATAATTTCATTAACCAAACTATTTATATCATTATTACGATTAACAATATTGTATAATCCATCATATATATCATATTCATTAAGTTTAACTTTGCTTTTTAATATTTGGGATATAATATACTCCTTCTTATTAGTAGTTGCAATTTCTTGAGATGTCTTACATCCAGATTTTCCCAAAATATGTTCCCATAAATATATAATTATATTAATAATTTCTTTAGGATATAATTGAAAATAATACATAATTTTACCCATTTTATAAATATGTTCAAATACCTCCATATATAATTTTCTGTAACTATCCATATAATATACATTATCATAACGAGGATGAAATTCTATTATACATTTTAATATAGCATTGGGATGAGATTTAAATATTTTTTCTATTTCCGAATATGATATATATATATTTCTACCATGCTCGTAAATCTTTTCTGATATTTTATTTAAATTATATAGGTCGATGGATTATCATTAAATAAATCAACAATCCTATTTAATAACATATAGAAATTTTCATTTCTGGAATTTTTTCTATCCAAAAAATATAGTAAAACATCCAAATTATTGTCATATATCCAATCTTTTGGTATTTTTGCTATCTTCATTTCTTGTGTGTCATCATTTACCAAACATCTTAAAAATACATTTAAATCCTTATATTGTTCATTATTAGTATACGATATTATATAATTGGATAATAAAATATTAGTATGTGATAAAGATATAATATCACAATTATCTAAATATTGTAAAGTATTATATATTAACTCTAAAGGTAATAATTCCATTATGTTGTTATAATATTAACTATAATATTATAATTTCAATTAGTAACTTATATAATTTATAAGAGACTTCAACTCATTATGAATATTAATATTCATAAGTAAACTTTGGTTTATAATGTTCCTATTTATTTTAACTCCGGAAGCAATTATTTCATTACATATATATTCTTTCTTCTGTCGAGTTGTTGTCTCTACATTTATCTTTCCCATACTTTTTCCCATAATTAATCCCCATACATAAATTATTATGCATATCATATTATCAGGACATAATTTATAATAATATCTAATTTTATTATTCTCATAAATATAACTTATAATTTCATTATATAAATATCTATATGTATTACCACAATAATATTCTTCCTCCTCCATCCTAAATAATCTAATATAATCTATACATTTATGAGTATTATTTTTTAATATATTATTAATATTATAATAATGCTTAATAATATCCATTTCCAATTTACATTTATGCAAACATCTTCCTATATTACTAATTTGTCCTATTTCTAATTCAGATGTAAATTCATTTATATGTTCCACTATTGTTGGATATATTATTTTAAATGAATTTTTATTGCTATATTTACATTTACGTTTAATATACAAATTTTTCAATAAAGATAAAAAGAAGTCTAAATTAGATATTGATATCCAACTTTTAGGTATAATATCAATCTTCAATATTTTTCTATCTTTATTGTATGCATATATAAGTAGGATATTCAGATTATAATATGGTTCTATATTTGTATAAGATATTATATGATTAGAGATAAATAAGTTAACATTAGAAAATGATATTAAGTCATTTGGATATAAATAATTAAATATATAATACAATAATTCTGTTGGTAAATATTCAAACATTTTTTATCTAACCTGTTATCTTATTTATTATATATTATTATCTAATAAATAATTAGTTGTCTAATGTCATCTAATATATTATCTAATAAATAATTAGTTGTCTAATGTCATCTAATATATTATCTAATAAATAATTAGTTGTCTAATGTCATCTAATATATTATCTAATAAATAATTAGTTGTCTAATGTCATCTAATATATTATCTAATAAATAATTAGTTGTCTAATGTCATCTAATATATTATCTAATAAATAATTAGTTGTCTAATGTCATCTTATTTATTAGATAATAAATAATTAGTTGTCTAATGTCATCTTATTTATTATATAATAAATAATCATTTGTTTATATTCATCTATATGGATATGATGGATCATGTTTGGCTTTAATAGCGGCCCATTTAAAAGAACAAGATTGACAATGCCAATTTTTAACCTTATGCCGATTCATATCAGATTTATAGCAAGTTTGACGACCACACATATCACAAGCATCATGTTCATTAATACATGTTTCTCGGGATAAGTCCTTTTTACAATCTTGACAATAACTCTTATTATATTTATTTCCCATAATATTCTTTCATAATATTATAATTCATCAATTATTGGTCAATTTCTTTTATAAATAATATGAAAGATAAAAAAGATGATAAGAAATCTTACCGCTGACGTATATAAGTCTGAAATTTTGGATAAACTAAATAGTAAGGATCTAATATCTCTCGCCGAATCAAATAAATCTGACTCCCAATTCGTAGATACTTACATAACATCCATATTAGAAGGTTATGAATATGCACCTCTCCCATATTATACCTCCAAATCTAATATTGGAAAAAGAATAGAATCCGTAACCTATTATAATTATCTTCCTCGACTCTCCAGAGAATTCTATTCCGATCACTGGAATCTCCTAACAACCATTCGCTCCAACGATACCAAAGGCTTAAATCATCTATTATCCACCTCCTCCGTATTATCCACTTCCATCCTATATTTTCAATATCCTATCAGATTGGCAGCTAGATACGGAAATACAGATATATACAATATTATTATGAATTATCTAAACAAGAATTTTAATAAAGATATAATATATACATCATTATCATTATGGTTTGTCAATGGATATTTAGAAGGCCAAGGAGATAATTTGGACAACGAATATATAAATTTTATAAGAAATATTGATGTTGCCTATATAGATTATTATCCAAATTTACATCTTTGTGACCATGAGAGAATTAAGAGACTATATGAATTAGAATCTAATAGTGGATATTCTGCTTATCTATTATTATATTATTATATATTATCAGGAGAGGAAGGCTATCCAAATGCTGATAAAGAATTAATTATGACAGTTAGAAATGTCTTATTCTTAGGTAAGCTTCCTAATAGAGAAATACAATCACATGCGGCCTTTAGTTTAGTTGGACAAACCTATGTAACTCATACGGAAATAAGTGATGTTAATCCTGGAGAAGTTGTTGATGATGAAGAATCTGAAGATGAAAAGATAGAAAGGGATGCAAATTCTGTAGAAATCTATTTATCCTTATATGATTTCTTATATCAATGGTATGATATGAGTTTAGAAGTATTATTGGAATATATAAATATTGGACAGGCCATAACATCCATAATGGCATTTGTTTCTATTAGTAGAGAGGATAGATATATAATAAATAGGGTGATGTCAAGAATGGAGGATTATTTCCACTATACTGTAGCAACTTATGATTTCATGGAAAAAAGTAATTTATATGACAAGAATATGGATAAACTTTCTAAATTCTTATATCCTCAAATTCCCAATAAAGATGTTATCTATATATATTATTCTTATTCTCCTGTTTAAATTATAACAATAATATATAAAAATTTATATATTATAAGATAATATAAAATAGTATTTATATTAAAACTTTATGGCTTTAATTCCATCAATAAAGTCCAAATTTATAAATCTATCATAATCAGATGTATCGTCGCATAGGCTAATTATACTATATAATAGGTAATTAAAATATGGAAGTTCTTTTGTATTTGCAGTAACCCACGTCCACATTCCACTGGCCATAACATATTCCGCTAATCCACACGTATCCATATCTGCAAAATTAAACTTTAAGGCCTCCACTAAAACATCCGCTCTAGATGATAATAATGCATATGCGACAGCATCTGTCTTCGTATCTCCATCACATTTACCCAACAATTCCATATTTACTTTCTCTCCCTTTAGGATATTAGCCAACTCCCTTTCCGAGTCATATCCTAATCCATTAACTCCCAAAAATCCCAATGTTCCACCATCACCAACCACCTTATAATTCTTATTCTTAGTAAATCCTAATAATGCATATCTAAAACATTTTCTATATCTTTCCTTATCAGATAAAATTTCTTTTCTATGTACATCACTTAAATTTCCATTATAACATGCTGTATAAATTGCATGTGTTCCAATCTCGAATGTCGAGGCTTGATTATATCTTTCATTAACTTTATACAACTTTTCTTTCTTAAATGTATCAATATTATAAAGATAGAACATAGGATCATCAAATGGAATGTCAATATATCCATTCTTAAAATCCTGCTTATAATGTTTAATCCATTTAAAGTGTCCCTTTTTTCCTAACTTATTCTTAACAAACGCGCTAAAATTTAACATACCATACATTAACATTCCATTCATTCTATTAGCCCAATTCGATCTTGCAAAATTATGATCAATGTCTTTTCCAGTTATAAAATATGTTTTATCATCTAATCCCATTTGAATTGATTTATATGGCTCAAATGCAATACCAGTATATTTACTAGTTTTTAATCTCTCCTCAATCTTATTAACCTTATTCAACGACATCTTATATCAACCTAACTATTATCATAATAATATGAATTTTTTAATAAAATATCAATTTTATTCAAATAGAAGTTTTAAATAATTAGATAAGTTATTATAATCATGAATATATAACATACATAATATATAATTCATAAAATTTCTTCCATCACCATAAATATTATTATATGAAATATCATTCCATACATCTTCAGGTATCTCATCTTTTATCTCTCTTATTATATATCTATAATATGACAATGAGCTTTTAGGTAGTAATTTTAATACATGTGTGAAGATATGGGGAAGTAAATTATAGGAGAAGTTTCCTCCTGTGCTAATACATAACTTACACATAGCCAAATAAAATATTTCTTTATCTTCAATACTTAACGCATTCAATATTAATGGAATAGTTATGGACGCCAATGCATATGAAGGATCATCTTTTATCCTATTTATATATAAACTTATTGCCACATATATTAATAATCCTATTCCATAATGAAGAACATGTTTTGCCGGTATATGATGTCCTATTCCATCATATCCTATCAGAAAATAATGTATGTCTTCTCTATCCTGCAAACTTCTATAACTTTCTATTATAACATCTTTGTATTTATAAAGTATATATAATGGCGTTCTAGAATATTGTATCATATGTATAATTCCTGATGTAGATGCCCATGTATTTGATATAATATTTCCACCATTATCAATATGTTTCCAATATATTTCTACTAGGTATTGATTTCCAACTATTTCCTCATAGGAATTTAATTTCCATAAGTATCCATTACCTCCTATCTTATCATTATTATAAATATATGATAAATGTTTTATATTTATATTGTAATGAGGATGTGACGTTATAAGCTTAATATCATCTTTTCCATATATATCCTTATTTCCGACAACTTCCTGTAATAATTGAATGTGAGCATCCAAGGAACTTTGGTAATCATATATATGTTCCAGTCTTTCTAATAATATATTATATAATGATGTATATTTAGGTTCCGGATATAGTATAATCGATAATTGTTCTAATTGTTCTAACGACAATATGTTATACTTATTATAGTTAAATAAATATGTGTTACAAAAATATTCTTTATATTGTATAGTTTCCATGATATTATTTATATACATATCCTTATATCTTAATTTTAATATAGAATATGGAAAATGGGAAGGATGGTATAATAATTTTCCTAAAGATAATATAGGTAATTGTATTAATATATTATTATATTCTTCATCATATTTATTTGTATACTTGTCTATAAGTTGTTTCTTATAATATGATGTGTCAAGATTATTTATATAATATTTACACGTCTTGCATATTTTTCCTATAAGAGATATATAGTTATATCCTATTAAAAATATAATGTCTAATGGAAATTCCATATAATCTTTTATAATTATTTATATAAATAATTATATAAGTACAATTATGTGGGTGGAATATAAGTAATAAGATAGTCCCATAATTCAATATACTTATTAGCATATAACATCATTAAAACGTAATCTCCATAATATTTCACATTTGAATATATATTTCTATAAGCAATATCATCCCATATGTCAGTTGCAATATGTTTTTCTACATACCTTAATATAACTCTATATATGTACCTAGAACTTTTTGGTAATATTTTCATTGAGGATGAGAAACTATCAATATCAATATTCCACTCTCCAAAAGCCATGGCGGTGCATTTACATAATGCTGTATAAAATAAAATTTTATTATGTGGAGCTAATGCCTGTATCAATGTTTCCAATGGATATCCTATGCTTGTAGATAATTTTCTTGTAATTGCGATTGTTTCGCCTAAATAAATGGCAGTTCCCAATGAATAATAGAATAAATACTCTCCAGGTATACGAATATTTTTCCTATCATATCCCATGATGAAATAATAAAATTTTTCATTGCCTTCTCCTGCATCGTTCATTCTTTTTCTATATATATTCAATATGTCTTCTTTATATTTTATAAACCAATACATAGGATTTGCACTATATTCATACATATCTAAGATACTTTCTATATGATCCCATGTATCTAATAATAATTTACCATTATTATCTATGTGTATCCAATAACTATTTATCGCCTCATTTCCTATTCTTTGTAGATCTGTATAACTATTTATATCTTTGAAATATGTACCTCTAAAGCTTTCATTATTCATTTCGTATCCTATTTTCCATATATTTAACAATGCTTTTTCGACTATTCCATTATTTTCCATGTAATATATAAAATTTTTAATATCTTCTTGTCTATATTTATTACCACCAATAAATTCATACATTATTTGTTCATATGCTTTCATTAATCCATCTTCTCCAAGTATACCTTCTATAGTATTTAAAATATCAGAATAATAATCGATTCGAAGAATATCCGGATATAATATTAATGACAATTTTTCCATTTCATATATATCCAAAGACTCTCCTTTAGTATAATGATATAAGTATATATCAGAAAAATATCTTTTAAAAATATTATTTTCCACCAATCTATTAACCTCTTTATCTTCTTTAATCAAACTAAATATTCTTGAAGGATATCCTTCTTCTATGGATATCAATATATTTATTAAGGAATATATTGGAATTGATATCAATAAACTCTTAAAATCTTCATATTCATCACTTTCTTTGTCTTTTTCAGGAACATATTTATCTATTAATTGACCTTTAAAGTATTGAGTGTCACATCGTTTTCTCCAATCTGTACTAGCGCGACATATTTCATATACATTATCCAAATTATATAATGATATTAAAGATATTAAATCGGATGGCAATGCCTCTTCCATATACTATTTATATAAATGATTATATATTTTTATTCCTAAAATATAACAAATAATTATTTCATAAGGATTAAAAATGTCCACCAGTAAAAGTTTTCAAGGATCCAACTTAGTAGATTATTGCAATAGATCAAACGTCTGTGATGAAGATCTTTATAGAAAACGATGCGAATCTGATTACGGAATTAATGACAAATTTCCTGATCAATCTTGGAAACAAATCTATAATAGTTTGTCACTTGTTACCGATGAACTTAACACTATAGTCTTATCCTTACAACTCTCTATAATGAACAAATCATATCCAACCATCATAACTACTTCTATCATCCCCCTTAATGAATCTATACGAGATAATATGTTTAATATACTAACTAAATATCATTATTTAATGTATCAATATGCATATTTACGAAATAAATTGGAAAATGGAATACAACTATCCAATGATGAATTAAATATATATAATGCTAGATTACGCGATATCGCCAACCTCCTAAATGATAACTTTACCTCCTTACGATATGGTAGTCCATATTTAAATGATTATTATACTCTCCTAGATAATTGGATATATAACGTTTTCAAATAAAATGATTTATAATTACCACATTATATTAATTTATGATAGTATAATGAATAATATAATAACTTACACCAACACCTCCTATTCTGGATTTACTTCATCCATTGATACTAATGATACAACCCTTAATATAAGCAAGAATAGTAATAAAGTAACATCCCAATGGAACATAGAAACTTTTAATACCATAAATACTCCTGATATTATCCATCAATTTCGAGATAATATTCATATGCAATCTTTCTCTAAACAAAATGGTATTAGAGTATTAGATATTCCTATTTATATGCCAAATGGAGAAGGATGGAAAATACCAAATGAATTATCTCAATTCATTAATATTATATCGTTAGCTGTTTCCCATGAAGACAACATCAAAGGAAAAAATTGGAGACGAAATACCTATGTATATATGACTGTTGATCAACAAGGTCCAGTACTACCTGGAACTAAGCAACGCCGCGATGGATTGCACACAGATTCTTTTATTAAAAAGATATCCACAGGCGATCCTGATAGTTTATATATTATGGTAGATTCATGTCCTACTCCTTGGTATCCTGGTCCATTTAACTTATCTAATAATTTATCATCTTTGTTAGTACGCGGTAAAAATGATATATTAGACGGACAGAAAGTATTTACATTATTTGCGGATATAGTAGAAAGAGATAATATGAAACCTATATATTATCCATCATATGCATTATTACATGTTACTCCTTATGATGTTCATAATGTTGGCATTAACGATGGAAATGTTCCTGTATATCGTACTTTCTTTAGGTTATGTTTTAGTAAAAATAAATTTGGACATGCAGGTAATACCATCAATCCCTTTTTCTCTTATGATAATTGGATTTGGACACCAAGGAAGGGTATATACTATAATAGGAAAGAATTAGGAAGGATGGATTTACGAAAGGATGCTGATAAGTTTAAGATTATTAATCCTTCCATGGAAATTGATTGGAATAATATGATGCAGCAGGATATACAATGGACAGATGGACTTATACATAAAGGAGATAAGAAGGATATAGTTAATATTGTGAAGATGAGAAAGGAGGATGTTGGGAAAACATTTGTAACTATACATCATGATGAAAATGGAGATGAAATAAAGACGATGAATGTTATTGAGGATGGAAATTATGAAGTTACTACTGATGATGGCGACAAATTCATTATTAATAATGAACAATTTAAAATGTATGATAGAATAGAAGGATCTAGATATAAAATTGAGGCTTGTGATAGATTGTTGATGAAGGTTACACAATATGTGAGGTTTAAAACATTATGGGGTTGTTATGATTATTGTTATCCTGGAGATTATATTGTATATAATAATAAAATTAAGAATGATATATATTGTGTTCCTAAGAATATTGTAGATAGAACATATACATTACATTAAATTTTGTTATAACCAATATTGTTATAAACCTATAACAATATTACAATTTGATATTAATATTAATGATGTAAAATATCATTAATTTAATTTCATGAGTACCTATATATGAAAGTTTTATGAGATAATCATAAGAACCTAGATTTTATAATTTTTTACTATTTTAATACTAAATGTTATTCTTCTATATATAAAATATAATTATTGTGTAATTTCAGGATAATATGTTATAACAAAAATATTTTTATATAATTATCTCATAAAACTTTCGTGTATATGTACTCATGAAATAAAAATTATACTATTCTATGTCATTGGTACTAATATTGAAAATGTTGTTCTTACATATTTTATGACTCCAAGACAATATGTTGTAATTAAGTTTAGTATATAACACAATAAGAGGATATATTTATATTACGATGATTTGATTAGTACTCTATCTTATCCATCATACTTATAACTAAATAATTTGAAGATAATATATTTTATAGTAATGATGTTAATACTATAATTTAACTTTCTTCTAATCATCCATTAGAAGAAAAATGAAATCTCTTAAAGAGATATTGTAAGATATAATGAGGAGAGTGTGTCCACCTTCCTTCTTCCTTATTTTATTAATCTTTGGATTTGTATATTGTCTACGAGATACCATGGAGTTTCTTGGTGTTATACCCTATGCGTTCGCGCCTAACACTGTTTCTTCCGTATTTCTTACGTTCAATATCTTTCCTACTACAATAACATAAAATAGAGAGAAAGAAGGTGCATATTCAACCTGTACGATTAACATACCAGATCTGTCTTCATAATATTATGAGATAGATTGCTGACATATGATTTACTACGTCAATCTATATAACTATATAAACATGACTTTCAATATTAGCATTTAGGGAATATTTGTTACTATTGTTGAAATTTGAATCGATGATGTTCCACTTTGCACAAAAATTTTTGATACCTTAGGAAGAATTTTGCCCTTTCGAATCTAATTAATAACTTTCTTGTTCATTGAAATTTATAATTGCAAGAGAAAAAAATTTTTTTACGGGATGTCCTTGTTGAATAGCGCCGAACTTTATACAAAAATTTTTGATACCCCTGGGAGAATTTTGCCCTTTCGAATCTAATTAATAACTTTCCTGCTCAATGAAATTTATAATTGTGTAACAGAAAAAAAAATTTTTTTACAACATGTCCTTGTTGAATGTCATCGAACTTTATACAAAAATTTTTGATACCCCTAGGGAGAATTTCGCCCTTTCGAATCTAATTAATAACTTTCCTGCTCAATGAAATTTATAATTGTGTAACAGAAAAAAAAATTTTTTTACAACATGTCCTTGTTGAATGTCATCGAACTTTATACAAAAATTTTTGATACCCCTAGGGAGAATTTCGCATTTTTGTTAAATAACATTCTTATAATAATATATTATATTATTATAATAGATACTAATAATTATTTATTTATTACTGTTATAAATTATATAATTGTCTTTATAGATTATATAATTACTTATAGTTATATAATTATCTTTATAGATTATATAATTACATATAGTTATATAGTTATATAATTGTCTTTATAGATTATATAATTATCTTTATAGATTATATAATTACTTATAGATTATATAATTACTTACAGATTATATAATTATCTTTATAGATTATATAATTACTTACAGATTATATAATTACTTACAGATTATATAATTATCTTTATAGATTATATAATTATCATTATAGTTATATAATTATCTTTATAGATTATATAATTATCTTTATAGATTATATATTTATTCTTATAGATTATATAATTACTTATAGTTATATAATTATCCTTATAGATTATATAATTACTTATAGTTATATAATTACTTATAGTTATATAATTACTTATAGTTATATAATTACTTATAGTTATATAATTGTCCTTATAGTTATATAATTACTTATAGTTATATAATTACTTATAGTTATATAATTGTCCTTATAGTTATATAATTACTTATAGTTATATAATTACTTATAGTTATATAATTACTTATAGTTATATAATTATCTTTATAGATTATACTTTATACTTTATAGATTATAGATTATATAATCTATAAAGATAATTATATAATTATCCTTATAGTTATATAATTTTCTTTATAGATTATATAATTACTTATATATATAAGACTTATAGTTATATATTATAATAAAGATATAGAAGAATAAAATACATATATTAACTAATAATTATCAATCGATATATTTGTAGTCATTCATCTATTATATATATAATAATAATACATACTGAACAAATTGATTTTATTATTGTATATGATATAATAATATCGAATATAACAATATGATAGGTTTTGGCACACTTCAAGCAACGTTTTCTGGTAATTTACTTCAATTATTGGAAGATTGTCATCAATGGTGTGTGGAACATAACAAGAATATTATAATTGACACAGCTCAATCTTATGCCAATAGTGAATGTATTATAGGTCAATATATTAAAAATAATAAAGATGCTCTTAAATATTTTAAGATAGTAACTAAGGGTGGTGTATCCTTTAACCCATCCTACCCATATCATTCCCTTGAGGAGATTGAACATGATTTGAATGAATCGTTGAATAGATTGCAGGTAAATAAGATCCATTGTTATATGATTCATAGATTAAATCCTCAATTATTCTTGGATGATATTATTATCAAACTATCAGAACATAAAGATAAATTTGACTGCATTGGATTTAGTGAAGTTACCCTTGAGGAATTGAAGACTTTACATTATTTGTCTGAAAAATATGGAGTAAAATTAGGATATATGGAATATGCGGTTAGTCCATTTGTTAAAAGAATTGAAGAGATGGGAATTGTAAAATATTGTCAGGATAACGATATTAAGATTATAAGTTACACATCAACTCTTAGAGGTATGTTAAACAATAAAATTTTACAATTAGAAAATTATATGCATTTATTGAACAGTGACTTTAGAGATGCTTTGTTTGAAATATTAAATATTGGAGAAATGGAAAGAACTGTTGGTATTTATGATCTTCAGATAGTTAAAAATAATGTAAAAATAGTTATAGACTTCATAAAATTCGCAAATAGATTGGGTTTGGATGCTAATGTTTTAAGTCTTATGTATAATACCATGAAGGGATATATTTCCATTCCAGGTACGACATCTAGGCAACATTTATATAACAATCTAAATTCATCATTATCCTTGGATGTCAAATTGATTGAGGCGATAGATCATATTACTCGAGGATTTGAAGGAAATCCAAATCCTGCCTCATTATCATACTTAGATACTATTTATTAATTAATTAATCACATTCTATACAACTATATTCATAGTTGTATGCTAATCTATAGATTACATAATAGATATGTAGTTGCCTTTATAGTTACGTGGGATAAGATTAAAGATAATTATAGATTGTTAACATACATAATCATCTTTATATATTATAATATCATGTATACAATTCCAAGAAATCAAATAACATAAAGTTAAAAAATTCTGATGTATACTATCCCATGGAATTAAATTTATAATAATTTGATGCCATTGTATTAGTACTATTAATATTATATTTTCATTCTATATAATATATAAATGAAATAAATTATGCGTTTGGATGTTTATAATATATAATTATCTTTATAAATTATGTAATATACAGTACTAATACAATGGCATCAAACTATTATAAATTTAATTCCATGGGATAGTATACATCAAATCTTTTATAAGTTTACCATTTAAATTAGTAATTTGTATAGTAATGATATCTATATTATAAATTATCTTCTTATTATATATTATTCTTTTAAGCAATTATAAATTTCACTTGTTGTGGTTTATGTAACTTCATAGATAATTTTTATTATGCACAATCATAAACTCTTATCATATGAAAATTTATAATTGCTTAAAAGAATAATATATAATAAGAAGATAATTTATAATATAGATATCATTACTATACAAATTACTAATTTAAATAGTAAACTTATAAAAATTCTCGTGTATACTATCCCATGAAAATAAAAGTTATATGATTTTACGTATGTAATTCAGTATATAAATTATTAACTGTGTAAACATTTTTGTAACAACAACAAAAACAATTATATAATATACAATTATATAACTATATAGGATAAGATTGAAGACAATTATATAATCTATATAGGATAAGATTAAAAACAATTATATAATCTATTCTCGCTTCGCTCTGCAAGAGGGATAAGATTAAAGACAATTATATAATATACAATTATATAATCTATTCTCGCTTTGCTCTGCAAGGGAGATAACCATGATGTTACGACTATATTAACTTTATACATCACTACATGGATAACACACAGAATTTTTCTGTCCAATATATCGACTACATCCAATACACCTATATATTTTATACAAATAACTTTCACATCTTATTTCCGGAATCGCATCATTAACTATAATAATTTTATATCTATCTTTTTCATCTAAAGTATCCTTCAATGCAAATCTTAAATCTTCATGAATATTGCCAACCAATGATTTATGTTTTTCATATTCTGACTTCTCAGTTCTTCGCTTCACATATTCTCTTTCTAAATCCTCATACGGTACTTTAGATAAATCCATTTTTCCAAATACATTTACACTTTATAAAAATCATTTTACAATTTAATGGAAATATTATATGAGATATCATGACAATCCGATATATTAACCGTATATGTATTTCCTTCTGAAATTTTATCTCCCAATTTACTTTTTAATGTCTTTGTAACCTCATGTATCATCATCTCCCTTCGCAATAGAATATCATTCTCCTCCTTTCTACGTAAATATTCCTTTTGTAGGGTTTCAAAGTCCATATCTTGCACGTTCATTTTATATTTCATCTTTCCTTTTTCTTCTTCAATTAAACATATACTAACAATAGCATCGAAGAGAAAATACCTGTTATATAAGTTGCTAAATGTATATAACTAACAGCCATATACTTTCTTAATTGATCAGCATCAGTTTTATAACTTTGTAAATAATTATCACGTGCATCCGCCATAACCCATCTAGGTATGCCATAACCAGATTGTATATAACCTATAAGACCAGAAAGTAATGATACACTTAACATTCCACTAAAACATAAAGACATAGGATAAATAATATTAAGATTTCTTTTTGTATGCAGAATTGAAAGCACCATAGGCACAGATAATGATAATCCTAAATACCAGGTAGTAAAAGTACCCCAAGATAATGCCAACATAGTTGGAGAATTTTCATTTTGTAACAATTTACGAAGGAATGGATTACATTTATTGGACATAACTCTATGGAATCCCCTTAAACCCCAAATTAAAGTATTGTGGACATATTCTGGAAGTTATCATATTATTTGTTATTCCATAAAGTATTAATCCACCGGTACAAACAAAAACTGTATTTACTATATTCCATAACATTATATATTTTAATTATCAAATAAACACTATTATAATATCAATTATATTCTTTAATGTTAACTATTAAGGATATTCCGGTGAGTTTAGTATCACCTATTATTTCTTTAGAAGATATTTTATTTATTATTAGATTATCCATATAGGTATCATCAGAACCACTAATACCAAGATAATACAAACAAGCATATTTCATTCCGTTAATAAAGGTTTGATTTAGACTTGTATTATTTTGTTGTATGTTCATAGATTGTCAATTTATTTAGATACTCATATATACTCTTTATATCTTTTATATTAGACATTTCAAATGCAATATTACTATATTCTAAAGCGGACATTGTATTTATTTTATATAAAATAAACAAATTATCAATTTTGTCGTTTAATATATTTAGTATTGGAATTAGTTTGTGAATTATAGAAAGATGTAGCAGTAAATGTACAATCCATAAACATAACATCGCCTAATTTGGAATTAATAAATGAGGTATTAATGAATTGACAATCTATGAACATACAACCAGATAAATCACATCCATCAAATCTATAATTCTTAAGGCAAGCATTACGAATTACTAAATTTTTTAAACTTATCAAACTAAAATCTTTATAGATATCTTGAATAATAAATGGTAGGTCCATTGCCCTTCTATAGTCTGATATATTAGAAATCAATGTCTTATTACATCTATAATGATTTAATGTTATTTCTTGTAGTTTATCTAGTCCTTTTTTGATGGTGGAGTCAGTTTTCATCATACATTGTATATTTTGAAGAGAGGAGACAGCTTCAGATTCTGATATATATCGAATGTATGATTGTGATGACATAGGGGGAAATGTTGTGGGTATCGTATAAGTAGAATTTTCTCCTCCTCCTAATATTTCCATAATTTTCTTATATAGAATAGTTATATTATGAGAATGGGTGCATAATATTTCTTCCGTATATTGATGTGAAATAGTTTTTTTCTTTCCATATAAATTATAGATAAAGTCGGAGATAGTATGTCCAAGTTTTGTTATATACCATTCATTTTTTGGTGAATATTTGTTGCCGGATAGGGGACATATATATAAAATATCTTCTATGTTATAAGTATTACCATTATTTATTATGGAATAGGATAAAAGAGAAAAGGGAGAGGAATGAAAGATATACATACCGGTATCGGAATCATATTCCAATTTAGATATTATATATTTCAAGGAGGGGAAGGGAATAGTATCTAAAGATGTTTCTGAATTCCCATTAATAGGATCTAAATTGGATATACGCAACCATTTTCCAATAGTTTTTTTATCATAAATATTGTTATTATAGATGACGGGATCAGATATGGGTTCTAGGCTTATAGGATCCATAATAAGTTGATCTAAATTTTCGGATGGATAATAATAGAGAGTTTCGTTAGGATGAGATGGGGTATTTTGTCCCCAAAGATTAACATATTCCATTTTTTAGTATGATGATATTTCTTTGAGAATATTTATACTAAATATTGATATGAATATAAATTCAATAATTTATTCTTTGTAGTTTATTAGAGAAAAATGAAATTGCTTAAAAAAATATATTCTCTATCAAAAGGAAAGAATAGCAAGCGACATGAATAAATTATTCTTAGTAGTAGTATTTATGTTAGTAACATACGGTTGCGTTTCTGCGAAGAACATTAATAATTCTGATGATATGGTGTATGCATTAGATAAGAATATTGAGATATTCCTAAGAGAAAATGGATTGAAGGAAGGAGGAGCAGGTATGTGTTTTGGATGTCAATATGTATTGGGTAAGGCTATAGGATATTTGAAATCAAATACCACTGTGTTAACTCATGTATGTGATCCTTTGCCATCTTCATACAAGACAATGTGCTATAAATTTATGGAGTCAGAAGGTGATATGCTAGTAAATTTATTATTAACGTATGCCGATCCTAAGGTTGTATGTGAGAAGATTGGGTTCTGTTAAATTTATTATTCTTCATATAGGATAGTTATAAGAACAAGAACGAACTAAGAATACGATTATATGTTTGGTATCTTATATAATTATAATTTATAATTATATACAATTATAATTTAATCCTATACAATTATAATTTAATCCTATACAATTATAATTTAATCCTATACAATTATAATTTAATCCTATACAATTATAATTATCTATACAATTATAATTTAATTATCTATACAATTATAATTTATTATCTATACAATTATAATTATATATACAATTATGATTATCTATGCAATTATAATCTATAAGACAAATTATAATTATATTATCTATACAATTATAATTATATACAATTACAACTTTATTATCTATAAGATAAATTATAATTATCTATACAATTATAATTTTATTATCTATATAATTATAATCTATAAGACAAATTATAATTATATACAATTATAATTTAATAATTTTGTGATATGAAGATTATAACTTCCATGCTAATGATATAGATGTACCATCTTTCTTTGCGGTAAATCCTAATTCAGAATAATATTCAACTATGGTATCCATTATATATGAAATATCATAGCTAGATAACTTATTAGTTAGAGCAGGGTATATCTTCCGAACATCAATAGTAATATTATCCATAACTATCTTCTTGCTTTCATCTTCCAGACATTTATCTACTGCAGGTATTAATCCTTTCTCCACAGATTTTCTAAGAAAAACTCTTCTCTCTCTAACATTATTTACAACCCTATCATATATACTAAGCGATTTAGAATTCGGACTTTCTGCCTTATTTATAGATTCCTCGAATATGCTGGAAAAAATTGACGATGATTCTGATGTATTTATATGTGACATTGATACAATCTTTACTTTAGAATTAAAAAATAAAATAACTTGTCATTTTATAATTATGCATTGATACAATATTTAAATTATAAATATTATATCTTTTATTCCCAATAAATGGTAAATGTTAATAATTCTTTATTATATGAAAATTTAAATCCCTCTTTAGTATAATATGTTTGGTACATCATCATTAAATCATTAATATCTTCAGCATTTAAGGATGTTAACCACTGCCCCCATAATCCATCCACCTTTACTTCCATATAAGTTTTATTATGAACTTTGGAATTATGGTCTAGGTATTGATTTAATATTGGAATTGTTGTATTAAATTTATCCACAAGTCGAAAGTTATAATCATCAAGTAATTTATTGGTATTGGATTTGACTGTCTGATATAAACTAGACATATATTTTATTATACAGGATAATAATTAATATCCTGTATAATTATAATACACTTACCAAGAAATAGTAAATGTGTTATTATCTTTATCAACTACCACCTTAAATCCTTGTTTGGTATATTCAGTACTTAAGAATGTCAAAGCATACTCACGATCCTTTTGATCAAAGGCATCCTCTTCAGTTAAGGAAATCGCACTATCAAGTGTAAACTTTAATTCCGCCTCACGGGAAATCTTGGAGTGCGCTAATAAGTTATCATTGATTGCAGGCAATGCTGCCTTCGCTTTGGTGATAATTGCATTTAAACAATCATCAACAAGTTTCTTAGTGTTCGCTCTAATTTTTTCTAATAGGGATTCTTCTCTCTTGCCAAAAAATGCCATCTCGTGTTTATGATCTTTCTTTATATTTTAGAAAAAATTTTATGAAATATCATTTTTCTATGTCTAATTATTGATATATTACAACATAATTAGTCCCACATCCTTTGATTCAATTTTAGAAGATTTATAATTAAATAAATAATAATGAAGATTACCACTACCAGGTTCAAATTTAAGATCACGTAAAAATAATTCATTATCCATCATATCAAGAGCATTAAATATATCATATCCTTTATTTTTTGCAATAATTAAAGCATCTTGTATAAGAGATTTTAAAGAATGAGTTTTGGCCACAGTATAGAACAAATATGCTACACGTAATGTCTCATATTTACTATTACCAGCAACAGAAGAAGGTAAATTATAAAAGCTAAAAAAATCAGTAATTTTCTTACTAACTTCGTCTTCTACCACATAACTTTCCACCACGTTATCATCTGGACATAATAACCAATGTCTGGTATCCTCCAATGAAAGATTTACAACTAATTTAAATTTGGATAAATGTTCACATAGAAGTTCATGTACTTGCTCTATATCTTGCGATTGCATTTCTCGTAATCCAGGTATAAGAGGTTTATCAGGGAGCCTATTAGAACGAATAGACATTTGTAGTGTGACACCCCTCTTCAAAGATGAAAATCCTACATCCATTGATTTTTTAGTATTAAGTATCCTGTGGTAATATTTACATTGGGAAATCGGAGATGGTAATAATATTCCAGCGGTAAATACTGCTTGCCATATGTTGGTTAGATTTACCCGACGTGTGATTTCGCGAATAAGTACGGGGGCTAATCGTTTGCCACGTAATGATTTATGAACACACAAGAAATTAATTTCTACCATAGGTTGTGTACCATCATTGACTCTTATATTACAAGGAATTGCTGATATAAATGCGAGTAATTGGTGTGTTGATTTAAGTCGGAGACCGACATGCCAATTTTGTAGATAGCCTGGAGGAGTAAGAGCCCATTTAAGGAAGGATTTACTGTAGTCAAACCTAAAAACACTATGATCATCTTCAACATAATTATTATATAATAAATTGTATATATTATTTAATTCATTATCATCATGGATGTTGCAATCGAACCATTCGAAAGAATTTGGTAGATTAAGGGGAGTTTGTTTTACGTTGCTTGGTATGTTTGTTGATTGTTCTGTGGACTGTTGAGATGGAGAGGATGAAGATGATAGTGGTTGGGTATTCCAAAACTTATGATCTTTGGATATATTTTTAATCATAATAGATTTTATATAGGAATAAGGAAAACTTTAAGTAAGTTTATGTATAATATAGTTTAATGATTTTCATTTTGGGTATTTAAATTATTAAAATGAACAAAAGACAGGAAAACTGTTATAATAATTTACTTAGAATATGTGAGGAGAAAGGCGGAAAACTAATTTCTAAAGTATATGTCAATAACAAAACACCATTAACTTTCATATGTGCAAATGGACATACATTCGATAAACTCCCAGATTATATAATATCGGGAACATGGTGTACAGAGTATAGTTGTAAATACTCTGATATACTAAAAAGAGACAAACTTTTGTTAAATGGAATGTTAAATATAAGAAAAGCAATTTTGCTTAATTCATTTATAGGATATAAAGAAAGCATAGAAGTGAAATGCTGTAATTCGCATATTTTAAATATATCTTTGGAGAATATATTGAAGGGAATGTGGTGCGAATGTTATAACTATAATAAGGATAAAGAAAAGCTAGTAAAAGAAATAATAAATGCAAGAGAAGGAGAACTATTAGTAAAATATAATAAATATAGAGAAAAAGTGGATATAAAATGTAAATATGGACATATATTTAGTATAGTTCCTTATGGAATTGTATGTGGAAATTGGTGTGGTCAATGTTATACAAAAAATAATCCTACAAAAGCCAAGTTAGAATTTAACAAAACCTGTAAGGAAAGAGGATATACAGTACTCGAAGAATATGTTAGGGCACTAGATAAAGTTCTAATAGAATGTCGTAACGGACATCGATGGAATGTAACCCCTGGAAAAATAAACTGGGGACAAGGATGCAAAGTATGTTATTATGAAACTATGACCTTGGAAGATACAAAATGTAAATTTTATTGTAAGGTAAATAAAAAAGGTGGTAAAGTTACAGGTATATATAAGAATGTAAATACTAAAATATCTGTCATCTGTGGTAAGGGACATCAATGGAACGTTAAACCAAATAGAATATTATTTGCGGATACCTGGTGTCCAAATTGTAAGAATACTAGGTCTAAAGGAGAAGAAATAATAGAGACATACTTATTAAATAATTATGTGTGGCATTATCCACAATATGTACACAGAGATTTAACAAAATATAGATATGATTTTCTTATTTTACATAACAATAAATACTATTTGATAGAATTTGATGGAATGCAACATTTTTCTTTTTCCAGTTTCTTTCATGAAAATGAAGAATTCTTTAAACGAAGAAGGGAGATTGATATAATTAAAACTAAACATGCAAAATTATGTGGTATACCTCTGATAAGAATCGATTATACACAAATAAATAATATTATACATCATATCTTAATAGCTTTAAATAGTTCTTGCGATTTATATTTATCAACTCCAGAAATGTATAAATGGTTAACCGAATAAAAATAATCTGGAGTATATAAAAGGTATGGTCCAATTATTCGTAAAAACTCTCACAGGAAAATCCATAGTTGTTGATGTTGAGTTAACTGATAATGTCGAAAGTCTAAAACAAAAAATCCAAGATAAGGAAGGCATTCCTATAGACCAACAGCGTCTTATTTTTGCTGGGAAGCAACTCGAGGACAATAAGGCACTGATGGATTACGGATTGCAAAAAGAATCAACGGTTCATCTTGTTTTAAGACTTCGAGGGTAAAGTTAGTACCAAAAAGTTCTTTCTTGTTTACAATAAATAAGAAAGGTAAAATATATGTTATATGCTAGATATTCAACGTTAATATGTGTAATTGGTTATATGAAAATTTATTTTAATAGATAAATTATACAATAATATGTCATCCCAAATATTTCATCCTCTTAAGTTTGTCCTTTATGCGAAAATATGGTAAATTGTTAATAACAAAAAAATTTGAGGAATCGATTAAATTATTATAATGATGTTAATATTAATAATAATATAAAAGATCAAATTAAAGGGTTTATATGAGTGGGTGAACAAAAACAATATGGGAATATCAAAGAATCAGATCCTATAATAAATGAATACTTAAAGAAATGTATGGAAAGAAATGTCAGCGTTAAATCCATAAGTTATCTCGACGAACAATATAAATATATGGTATTAGGAATGTATCTCATTTATACTAACATGAAAAGGAATAGATAAATATAACATTATCATAAAAGTTCGTTATGAATATTATAATATTCATAATAATAGGAATATTATGGGATATATATATATAAATTTAATCTTAAAAGAATCCATATATAAATAAAAGATGGATGAGGAAGCAAGGAAAAAGTTATTATGTAGATGGAATGAATCAAAACATAATTTAAAAGGATTATTAGTTGTCGATACAACAAACATACATCCATTGCATCCATTAAAAATTTCCATTTTATGCATACAATGTGCTAAATTAATTTATGAAAGAAGGTACGACGATGCTTTAAAATTATTAGATGATAATACTCCCACGTGGGATGAGTCTGAAATATCTAATTTAACAAAAGAACAATTTCAAGGATTTTATTTGGTATATCAGCAAGAAAGATATGGAAAAGTTGAATCCCAAGAACCACTAATTATAGAATATTTGAGAAAGTGCAGGGATAAAACCTTATTTATCGATAATATCGAAGAAATCGACAAAAAATACAAAAATATAATTTTAGGCGCATACCTTATGTACAAAAATATTAAACATTGTTAACTATATTCCAATTATTAAGATGAAAATAATTTTAATTCTATATAACATGTTATATCAAATATAAATTAATGTAATTATATTAATTTATATTTGATACAACATGTTTTGTGGAAATTATATGAAATATTATAAAATGGAGAAAAATTGGTATATGACGTTCTTAGTTGATGTTTCTAAACCACCAAAAAAGTTGATATTTCGTGATCAATATAATATTGATGTAAATGGTCTTAAGGATATATATGCTATAGAATCAAATTTTGTTAAAGTGGCACAAGAAAAAGTCCCTCATATAAATTATGACTTTAATAATGCTGATTTAAGAGATGTATATTTGTTTTTACATATAATAGATAAGATAAGATACATACAAAATATTATCTATAATTCACGAGATTCCGGTTATGATAACTTAGTAGTATCTGAAGGTTATAATAATACAAAATATGAAAAAGTAAGAGGTTCTATGTATAGAATTTATATTAAAATGGAATACAAACCTGGGGGATTTGTCAATGAATATAATATTTATGGAGTATTAGTAATACTTTTTGGTATGCAAAAAGATTCTTATACATATATACAAGATCCTAATTTACCATCTTTTGAAGGTAGAGTGGAACATGTAGATGATCTTCATCACCCTGATGATGTATGGATTTTAGACAATAAATATATTATATTCCAAAATCATGGAGCATATGATATTGATGTTAGAGGATCCTTAGGAGTAGTTCTAGTAAATAATATACTTCTATAAATATATCTCTATAAGAGATATATAGATATATAGATATTATATACCATTCAATATGTTCTTTAATAAAATAATATCATCATCATTTCCAATTTTATTTATAAACTTATGTAATAGAATAACAATTCTTGGATATATGGCACTAGTTATATATATAAAATTTTCTAGATAATCACTATAACTTGATTTTAATAATTGATCCACTATATCAATATATTTATTAAGATTATTATGTAACATATAATCTAAGGTTTGATAAAGATAGTACGGATGTAATGTATGCATTGCATTATATAATGTTATATATTCTATATTTTTCATAAGATTTAGATTTTCTAATGTTATATTGATTGCAGAGACACTATCGATGGGTAGTGCATCCATATTATTATTAGGATTCAATTTATATCCTAATATATTATAAATTATGTATTGATTTGGATAAAGAATACCATTAAATCCATCTCTAATATTGGCATTTCCAAGGAACTTTTCTTTGTATTTAGAGAATAATAAGTTGGGATTATCTGAATTGTATATAAGTTCTGGATTAATATTAATGTTTTCTATAATATTTGGATTATATATTAAGTAGTTAGCTAAACATTGGTTATACATACTATTAATATTAATATCATTACCAGTCACCCGTTTATACAATTCATTCCTATTATACCAACAACATAAATTTTTTATATATTGATCCCATGCATTAATAATATTAGAATTATTAGTTTCTTTAAACTGCTTATATATATCATAAATTTCTTGATCTGAATACTTTAATCTAAAACAATTTCTAAATGCCTCATATTTTCCATAATACCCCATCGTAGGAGTTGTATATTTTCCATTCCTATTTCTGTTAAACGAATTGACTGTAGGATATATCATATCCATTAAGCTCATCAACTCCGGTCCTGTTAACTGTAATAATTTAGGAGCATCCCCAATATGAATATTAATTATCTTTTCCTTTATAAAATTTGATGTGTCATCATTAAGAAATTTACTTACATTATTTCTATCTCTTAAATACACATTAAATAATAGATCATTTACACTTAATGTATTTAAATATGTCTTATCAGAATTGGGAGGAAAATATTTATTGATAAAATAGGATCGGAATGCTCGGGTATTACATAGTTCTTTATATTCATTATTGGTAGAACAATAATTTATTATCTCTCCTGGGGTCCTGGGGATAAGTAATCAAATATTGCTCTAATATTATCGTTACTTAGCATATTGTGTCCTTTTATATTATAATTATAAATTATAATATTATATCTATACAATGTTATACAACTTTTTAATATTACGAATTATTTCATGTAATAATTTACTTAATTTTTCTATGTCCTTATCTGTATTTTTATTATTAATAAATTTATGTAATATAGCGGTAATTGTATGATAATATGTACTTTCTGATAAACCTAATATATTTCTGGGACCACCATCTAACTTATCTATTGTCTCATCATAATTCTTCATTTGTCGTAAAGTATCCAAATATGTGTAAACATATAATGGATGCAATCCTTGTGATATTAATTCTTTTAATTTGTTTGATCCTAAATTCCATGATTGTGAGGTGTTTCCTACCTTCGCATCTAACATAGTAAGCCTTAAATTAGTGTGTGTTCCTGTCATCCTCATGGAATATCCTATAATATTTTCGTTGTCGTTTGTTTTAACTCCTTCATATCCTAACCTAAATTTTTCATTCTGCAAAAATTTATCCGTAAACCTTTGAAATAAGAATATAGGGTTATCACTATAAGTTAAAAATTCTGGTATCACCTCAACATTACTCACATCATCATCAGTGTACGTTAGATAGTTACTTCTCACTACAATCATCTTTTGCGCATCATAATTTTCTAGATATTGTGTAGATGGATTCTGTCTGAATATTCTTATATATACATCTTTTCTATCAAAATATATACATAAAAGATTAATATATTCTCTTGACAGTTGTACATAAATATCATTATTCTTTAAATTATTATATAATTTTTCTATAATATCAGCATCGTACTTTAATCTAAATGAGGTATGTAATCGTTCTCGTAATATAGATGGAGCAATGTGATAATAAGAAAGTTTTAAATAATATCTCTCATTGTCAGGACTTGGATATAATATATCCATGATTGCCAATAGCATTTCGTTGCTTAATTTTGAAATTCCCGGTATATTCCCTAAATATTTATTTATTACGAAATTTCTTACTATATAAGAATTATCCATAATTAACTTATGGATATTATTATTATTACCTATATATTGTCTTATTAATAAATCATTAATTGGTATATTATATAATAAATTTTTATTCTCATTAGGAAAATATTTATTAATAAAATAATCTTTAAATGCTTTTGTACTACATAATTGTGTATAATATTTATCAGAATTACAATAGTTTATGATATCCCCTACAGAAAGATAGTCAAATACTTCTCGAATATTATCATTAGCTATTTCTTTTACCTCCATTCTTTATGATATCTTATTATAATATGTTTATGATATACTTTCTTTTACATTTACATATGTAACATATTATAACATTATATAATGTTATATATGATGATTAGAATGATTTATTATTATGATGGGATATTAGTTATAGGAATATTTTTAATGTTTAATATATTCTTTAACTCATCAACATTACTATTAACACCCAAATTATCTAATAAAATATTACATGTCTTATAGTAATTAGTCTGGGTTTCTATTCCACATTTAAACTCTGCTAAATATAATGTACCCTTATGCATACATCTTTGTTCATATAAACTCATATCTTTTAGTAGTTTGTCTATGTTATGATATTCATAATTTGTATTATCCCTAATAAATAAATGTATATCAATGAGTAAATTTTTATAAAGATAAAACTTATTGGTGTGAATGTCCTCTAATTTATATATTTTACGGAAGGCAAACCCCAATCCACTGTCATCTGAGTCTGTCAACATTCCATTGTACCCATCCCTAAATTCCCTATTCAACATAAAGTTATCCTTATATTTATGGAACATAAGAATTGGATTATTACTATATTTTAAAAAGTTTTGGATTAATGTTATCATTGCTTATGATATTCATTTAATAATTATAATTGTTAAATGCGATTTCAATTTATTAAATACACTCAATCTATATTGGTTTTAAAGATTATATCCCATAATTGCAATCCACTACCATAGTTACCATTAAATTTGAGATGATGCATATCATGATGATTAGACGTATATTTATTTAAGATATTAATTCCACTATGAGATTTAACTAAGGATAGGGTAATAAACACTAAATATAAGAAGAATGTTATATGATTAATTTCAAGTAATGTTATGGGAACGACAAAAACAAACATCCAATTTAACATCAATTCATATTTACTAAAATAGAAGGAGGACCAAACGTTGGTATAAATATGTTTATGATGTTTCTTATGTATATAAGAATATAGTTCTCTTCTATGCATTAACCTATGTACCATATAAAACATAAGATCTGATATTAATAACATAAATATTAATTTTGGTATTTCTTTAATTATATTATATTCATTATATAATATCTTATCCATTACAAATGGATATATTAAATAGGTTAGGATGGAAAGTAAAGAAATATTATTAATGGAGGTTACTTCTGCCTTTTTCTTTTGAATATCTGTCATTTTTATTTCTTCCTTATCAAACCAATGAGATAATGTATCATGATTTCTTGCATAATCTAATATATAACAAGATATTATGAATATGAGAACATTTGTACCTAATATTAATATCATAATTTTTATTGGGAATAATTATAAAATTATATCAATTTGTTGAAATTGATATAATATTCATTATTTTAATATTTAATATAGATTATATATTATAAAGTTTTATCTCTTATAATTTATAAACTATGATATTTATAATTCTCTAACTATCATAATTTTCCATAACTTATAAATTTATAACTATTATAAATTTCTATCTCTTATATTTTTTATTAATCTTATAATTTTCTATAACTTATAATTTTTTATCTCTTATAATTTTCTATAACTTATAATTCTATAATATTAATAAAAAAATGGTATTATTGTTACGGTATATAATACCTAATATTTTTATTTCATGTGATACTACACATGCTTATCAAAACGTAACTTTCTGATAGATATGTTTAAATTGGATTATTATTTTGACCAGGGTATATGATACTTTTTCATATATATTACATAACTTTATATTAAGATATTTCATGTGATAGTACCCATAAGGTAAAAATATTAGGTATTATATACCGTAACAATAATACCATTTTTTATTGATATTATATAATTATAAGATTAATAAAAATATAAGTTATACAAAATTATAATGGTTATAAATTATAAGCTAGAGAAAATTATAATAGTTATAAATTATAAGAGTTAGAAGATTATAAGAGTTAGAAATTTATAAGAGATGAAAGATTATAAGAGTTAGAAGATTATAAGAGTTAGAAGATTATAATAGTTAGAAAATTATAAGTTATAGAAAATTATAATAGTTAGAAAATTATAAGTTATAGAAAATTATAATAGTTATAAATTTATAATAGTTGGAAAATTATAATAGTTATAAATTTATAAGTTATAGAAAATTATAAGAGATAGAAATTCATATGTTAAATAACTTCATTATAATAATTATGTCCTCACTAAATTTATTACATAACATATTATATAATATGTTATAAATATATATGTAAATTACGGAATAAGATATGTTACAATATCTCGAATACTATATTAAGTTATAGTTCAAAAATTTCTTCATTCTTATATTCTTATATTGTTTTAATAATTCCCGAATGTTTGCTTCCATTTTTGAATTTCAAATTAAATATCCTATAAATGATTTTTAATATCTTCGTCTTAGTATATAAGAATACATATAAAATGAGTAATAAGTTTGCATTGTTAAAGAACAAAGTGGAAGAAAATAATGGGGAACTTCTATCTAAGACATATCCTGGTGATATGGGAATGGTCAAATTACGATGTGCAAACGCACATAAATTTGAATTAACTGTTAATTCAGTTCTAGGGGGAACGTGGTGTATTAGATGTCCAAAAGAAGATAACGAAAGTAGTGAAGAAGAGTTATGTCGAGAAGTATTCTAATATTGGCATGCTAATTAACGTTCGAAAATGGCTGTTACATATATCCCATCCATTTTTCAACCCAGAATATATAATATCATAAGTCACGTCATCTTCTATATATTCTCTATATCTACCATAGACAGCTCCTTCACAGATAACCTCGGCCAATGGTCCTTCACTATATGAATATTCTTCTCTTAATGTTCCTATATCTATGTAATATTTTTCTTTTTTGATATCATAATACATGGAAATGTCATCCCCTTCTAAAGAATATCCCATATTACCAACCTTTCGCAACCAATTCTTTACATATTCTACATCCTTATTTTTTCTTGTTAGTATTAAACTAATATCTCCAGTCTTGATCACCTTCATTAATCTTGTAGCCCACCTAATATATTTTATGTGTTGTGTTTCATAATTATATATCGTAAGTAGTTGATTAAATGACATATTATCTTTTAACAAGTTTGTCGTCAAACCTTCACTATCCATAATTTCCTTCCATAATTTAATATCACAAGATAATGATCCATAACGAGTGCAAAGTAAAGAAAATATTTTTATTTCTTTTATGTTAAGATATAAAAGTATAGAAATTATAATCTCTTCTGGAATATATTCCATTTATTCTATTATAGACAAATGATTTAAAATAATAATCATTTGTAGGAACAAATGAGTAAAGTTAGAGTATTCGAAGGATTCTGGACTATAAATGATGTAATTAATAATAAAAATTGTTTATTCGTATTTGGGGATAATGACGCTAGAAAAGGCAAGGGTGGCCAAGCAATAATAAGAGGATTATCAAATACTATTGGAATACGAACTAAGCATTATCCTAATTACCTACTATCATCTTATTATTCTGATGATAGCGTGGTGGAGAATTGTCAAAAGATAAAAGAAGATATAGATAATATTATCTTATTGTCTAAAGATTATCAATATGTGATATTACCAAAGGATGGATTTGGAACAGGACTTGCAAATTTACCTAAACATGCCCCACAAACTTATAATTATCTAGTAAATGAAGTATATAGACTATATAATACTATATTATTGGAACAATAGGATGATATGATAATTTCATATAATTGATTATTAAGATGAATAAATGGTATTGATGTTACATATATAAATTACTATAATTTATATGTCATGTGTACCATCTCACCATCTTGGATTTCATATAAAAGATTATCTAAATTTTAGATAAATCAATATATTTAATTATAAGTATCAATAAATGGCAGTGGTCTTATTCATATAAATTAGTATAATTTAATACAAAGCATACTATCCCATGGAAGATTTAATATAAAATATTATCTAAATTGTGTAATTTAGATACCGTAATAACTATATTAAAATTTATTTATATTAAAACATTATTCTTTTATGACTTCGTAGATTGTTGTAAATTTATATTTTATCTAACTTTATAATTATATATTATAAAAATATTTTTATAACTTGTCATCTTATAAAAATATTTTTATAATTATATCTTCCATAAAATATTTTTATAATGTGTACTTCTTAAAAATATTTTATAATTATATCTTTTATAAAATATTTTTATAATGTATACTTCTTAAAGATATTTTATAATTATATCGTTCGGGGGTTCGTAATATTTTGATGGACGGAGTTGTTGTGATCATATAATGTCAATCTATATATTGTGCTTTAAGTTTAAATTGTACATTATATGATATTAGCAAATATATTATATTAAACATCGATTTGTATGAAATATGTTCGTATCCACGATAATTTGTGTCACCTTTTCCATTTTTACATGGGTGATAGCTAATCAAGAATTTATCTTCATACCCAGACGAATTATTATACCCTAAAACAATACAATCATCAATATTATCATTTAGCAATCCTCTTAATCTTTTAGCGTTAAGAAAAAATACATTATTTTCCTTAGATATTAACATAGAAATCGTATCCAAGGAAAATTTAGAATTGTATAATGACGCTACAGGGATAACTATTCCCCAACTACACGGATCCGACATATATTTTGCTTGATACTTTCCATCTTTCAAATTATTCACAATTTCCTCAGCCTTTGTAATATTAAAATTAATGTTTTCCATATCTTCTATTTAAAACAGAAGATAATTATGGATATCAATTTTTTCAAATGTATGCAATATATTCATATTTGCTTCTCATCAACAATATTAAACTTATATTTTCTTCCTTCATTATATTTATTAATTTTATTACTTCTCTATTTCTATAATTGTATTATCAGATTATAAAATATTTTTATAATCTGATAATACAATTACTAAATAATATTGATGTTATGGATATAAATTATAGTAATTTATCTTTCATGTGTAGGTATCCATCAATCTTTCTATGTAACAATGATCTAAATTATTAAATTTAGATACTATAATACCTATATGAAAAAGTATCTTGTCCTATAATGTTATTCTTTTAAGTCGTTACAAATTTTTATTTTCCTCAACTTCAAAATTATATGTTATATAAAAATATTTTTCATTATATAATATATAATCATAAAACCAGGATGTCAGAAAATTGTGATGGCATAAAAGAATAATGTTATAAGGCAAGTTACTTTTTCATATAGTTATTATGGTATCTAAATTTAATAATTTAAATAAGAAATGATATAAGTGTCATATTTATTATTGTAAGTAATAAATATAGTATTAGTCTTATGGGTATAAATTATGGTAATTTAGGTTTCATGTATAGGTATCCACCAATGTTTTATATAGGACAATGATCTAAATTTAATAATTTAGATAGCATAATGACTATATGAAAAAGTATCTTCTTATATAAGATTATTCTTTTATGCGATCACAATTTTCCGTCTTCCCTAAAATCAAAATTATATTTTATATAAAATATTTTTCATTCGATAATATACAATTATAAAACTTAGGATGTGATAAAATTATAATGATTTAAAAGAATAACATTATAGGACAAGATACTTTTTCATATAGTTGTTATAATATCTAAATTATTAAATTTAGATCATTGTTACATAGAAAAGATTGATGGATACTTACACATGAAAGATAAATTACTATAATTTATATCCATAACATCAATATCATTTATTAATTATATTAATAAATCACATAAAATATTTTTGTAATCCCATTGTCAATAAAATATTTTATAACTTAATAATCCTCCATAAAATATTTTTGTAATCCCATTGTCAATAAAATATTTTATAACTTAATAATCTTCTATAAAATATTTTGTAATCCCATTGTCAATAAAATATTTTATAACTTAATAATCTTCCATAAAATATAAACAATACATAGTATATATAATTATTATGAGTCCGACATTTTAACCCTACACAATATATTTTGTATTTTATTTATGTCATTAGATGTACCCCATCCCCTACTAAATTTGTCCAACATAATAGTTAATAACTTATAATAGTTACTATGACTTGTATTACAATAATGTATATTCTTGATTGTTAGCATATTACAAACTTTTTCATATTGTACCCTATCACAACTTAATACATCCAAAGCCTTTCTAATATAACAAGGATGTAATACATCAAAACAATAAGGAAAATATGCGATCCTCATCTTCATCATTTCCACTCTGCCAATGCTAAAGAATAAAGATGTACTATGTTTAAAATTATTTACAATATTCATATCAACATCATCTCTCATCATGTACCCTAGGTTATTATTAATATTATTTGTTACATTTCCATTATATCCATTTCTAAAATCATCATTATTCAAAAATCTATCCTTATATTTATTAAATAAAACTAAGGGATGATCACTATAAACTAATAAACTCGGTTCAATATTTATATTATGTATTTGATCATGCGTATAAGTTAAATAATTGCTAGCTACAGGTTTATTATTTTCCATATGATAATCATTAACATATTCTGGACTAGGATCTTCTCCCATTAACATCTTCCAAACATCTTTTCTGTCATAATAAATACACAATCTATCTATATAAACATCTATATCTTGTTTGTCCTTATAAGAATCATACATATCACCAATAGAATTAGCATTATATCCAATCATAAAAGCTATATGGAGTAATTCTTTGTTTATATTTTCGCTATCTGAAGGAATCAAAGGATAGGAGATTTGTAGTAGTTGAAGGATTTGATTTCCATTTAATTCTTCTAATCCTGGAACACATCCTAAGTATTTTTCCAATATCATTCTTTTTACTTTCTTGATTGGATTGCTCTTTAAAATTTCTGTAAAGTGTACATTTTCTACATATGCTATCAATAATAAATCATCTATAGGAACAATCCATAAATTATTAATGTAATCATTATTATAATTCTTTCCCATAAAGAATTTATTTATAAAATATAGACGAAAGGCGTCACTTTGAATAAGTTGACTATACCAATTATTTGTGGTACAATAGTTTATTATATCTATAATATATAATCTATCAAAAATAGATCGTAACATGTCATAATTTAAGACTTCCATAATTGCAATGTTCAATCCTGTAACATATTATAATTATTTATCAATTTATAATGATTATTCTTTAAATAAAGATAAAAGAGACATTATAGTTTACAGTCTATAATGTAAGAATTATTTGTGCATATAATGGTAAGTTACTAATATCTATCTTATCCAATGAGGCTCGATATCTATTTAAGAATTAATTTCGGAAGTACTGACTGTTACATATTTCTTTATTTTGTTTACATGTATTACAATAGTTTACTATATCTAATTTATCTAATTCATCAAAAATAGTTCTTATATTATCATACACTAAAACATTCATTTAATTATACCTTTATTATAAAGATATAATATATCATGTCATTTTATCTTATATCTCTATCGGAGTCTGTCGTGGATAGTCCACTACCAATTATTGCATATCCACTATTCAATAAATTATCATAATCAATGAAATTTTTATCTCCAACCTCCACAACCTTCCAAATATTATCCACTTTAGTAACTACAATATTATGAGTATTTTTTCTGGGTTGTCCTTCACTTCCAATATACTTCAATATCAAATTTTTATCATTTATATCCCCTTTGACAATGACATATCTATATGTTATTAATGCGTTTTTGTAAGAAACTCCACAAAGAACACCCACAAAACTTTTATTCTCAATGTTTGGACTTGGACGATATAACCATGCTTCGTCATCCATCGATTTTACTTTTATTCCATAGTCATTTACTATCCCCGGCATCACATAAAATTTAAAGTCTCTAACCCCTGACTCATACTCTTCTTTTTCTTCCTGCGTTATTGGATCGAAGTACCATCCTTTCTTTCCTAATAAAGTTATTTTATATTTGGTGTCAGAAATAGGAATACCATATGGATTTGTTTTAACCGCTATGGCAGAATTTTTGCCAACTAACTCTATTATTTTGTAATTAGCATTTTTTTGTTCATATCCATTTCTAATATCTTCAAACTTCTCAAATCTTAATATTCTAAATCCTACATATAAATCTAATATATTGGTATTATAATATTTTCTATACTTAGGAATGGAAAAGTTAAAGATGTTCTCAGTTCCTGGTGGATGTACTACCTTTCCCAAAGTAATAAGCGTATCCTTTTTATTATTCAAATATGTAATAATACTATCGGAAACCTTATTCAAAGTGTCTGATATATCTTTGGTATTCAAGGATGTCATTCCTAGGGTATGTTGTTCATTATATACTTTGATCAAGGAACCATATATATTATATAATTCTTCTATATTATTTTTAAAATCCTCCATTTATTGTTTCTTCTTTTATAGATATATAAAATTATATAATCATTTTTATATATCAGAATTTATAATATCAATATAACTAACTATATAATTAAACAAATTATAGGATATAATGAATGAGTTAGTATATGGTTTAGGTAATATCGTATTAGATTCTTTAGCTAGATATGTTATACAATATTTATTATCTTGTATATATCCAATTATAATTTCATCATTTATTATATAATTATTTACTATAGAATACCATTTATTATCATCTCTAGTATTATATACATGTTTAATCTCCTTGTAACATTCTTGAGATATTATATTTCTATTATACATTAATCTATTTAGTCTGGAATTGTTTTCCTTAAATAGATCTAAAGAAGTTATCTTTTTGATAAGAGATAACTTCTTTATTACTAATCCCCCATTTTTTACCTTGTGTAATATATTTTTTAATAAGTATTCTTTTTTGTATGCATCAATATATCTTTTAAGTTCTATATAATTACAGGATGTAGATAATAAGGAATTCCACAAGCTCCTATCTATAGATAATTTATTATAAAATTTATTAACATAAGATATACTAAGTATAACATTTGGACCTCCGACTATTAATATATGCATTATCATCTCCATAGGTAATACTTCCATTTTATATTATTATTAACATAAAATTTTATATAATTAATCAACCGATATAATATTAAAACTCAGTAAAATATATATTACATTAAAGACACAAGTTAGATCCATATTTTCATAATACATATATTGTTCATTTCCTCCTTCTCTTTTACAGCAATAACTAATACAAAAATTACTATTAATATAATATATAGTTATAAAATCTTCAATATAATTTGGAAGAGTGCCATTCTTTAATAAACCATTAAGTCTTCTGCCATTGGATGCAAATAATTCTATTCTTGAATGATTGGGCGCACCATCTTCCATATATATTAAATTAGAAAGTGTATCTAATGATAATTTATTATCATATAATCTTTTAACATCGAATATTAGTTTATTACTTTTATCTCTAATATTTGTAACTATACATTTACACTCTTCTATTTTCTTTTCTATCTTCTCCATTTTATATAAACCTAATATCAAATATAAATTCAATTTGGAGGTTATTTTTTCCACCATAATGATTTCACCAAATCATCCAATCCTTCATTATATTTATCTAGTCTATGTAATATATATATTATGTTCCATAATTTTGGTTTCTTACTATGTTTACATGCTATACTATTATAAAATATATCTCGCCCTTCTATATTTAACTGTTCAGTAAGTATATCCAACGCTCTAAATAATTGCTTATCATTCAATAATTTAAGTATCTTTCTAATTCTTACGTTTACATGTTGAATAAATTCTTGACAGCCTAATCTATAACAAAAGACAATAAAATTAAAATCATTCGTATTAAATATAGATTTATCTAGATAAGATAAATTTCCCAAAGTGTACGATAATATATGTCCAATATAATTATTTGTTGTATTATCTACATTTCCATTATATCCATCCCTAAATTCTTCATTATTTAAGAATGTTTGTTTGTATTTATTAAATAGAGTAATGGGATCTCTACTATGTATTAATAATTCTGGAGTAATGGAATATTCGAATACATTTATACCACTATATAATTGCAACTTTTTCAATATATCAGAATCTTTAACATCCTTAGTATGTGTTAGATAATTAGATAAATTGGAAATTTTTATGGTACCTAGGTAAGAAGATCCAGTGTTTCCTTTTGATACCATTATTTTAAAGCATTCTTGCAAAACATCTTCTCTATCATATTTGAAGCAATATTTAATACCATGATAGAAGGATACACTTTCTTTTATAAATAATCCTATTACATCCTGACAAGTATAATTTAATGATATTGCTCTTTTAGATAAAAGATATCTATTAGTGAATAAAAATGGACTAACGGTTGGATTAGGATATGTGATAGTTAATAATTTAAATAAATTATCGTTGGATAAATTTCTTAATATATCCATCTTGTGAAAATATTTGTTAATAATAATATTCTTTCCCCATTCTAATATTTCATCATTCCATATATCATAGTAATTCTTTTCATAAATATATAATACTTTTAATATATTTATATTATATATATTATTTATTCTTCTATTATTTAATATATATCTTTCAAAACGTTCCATATTGATTATATTATAATTATTTTTATTTGTCCTTAAATATGATAAAATATGATATGAATTTAGATTATTAAATATATCAAATAATGTGTCAAAATATATATTATTCATTTATTTATCTTTGGAGATAAATAAAATTAAAATCATATTGGAGTATCTTATGTTACATTTATAATATTCTTTCTATCCACATCATATATTAATATATCATTCTTTAATAAGTTGTATATTAATTTCCTCATAATATCTTCTGAAATATATAATCTGTTATCATTAAAGATTGCATTTTCTTCATCATAATGAATAAAAAATCTTTTGGTATTATCCTCATATTGTAGTTGTATTTGATCTTCCGTAATATAATTTTCATCATCTTCCATTAGTTCTATCAGCCTTGCTTCATTAATTAAAAATATATTATTTGCAATCCTCTTGCCTTCATATATTATATCTGATATATCATTCATATTAAACGTATCATTAAATATAACATCCCTAATACCAAATGCAATACCCCATTTTTGTTCTTCTGGGTCTATAATAAGTGCTCTATCATAATATTGTCCATTTTTTAAATTTTCTAAGATAATATTGGTATTAATACGAAGTTTCTTATCGGTCCAATATAGATCTATGTAATCTTCAACTCGTAATCCAGGCTCCAACTCGGTTGTATCTAACCCTTCATCTAAAAATATATTTCTCCATACTTTTACATCCTTGCATAATATATTGTATTTGTTAGATGTAGTACAAATAGCTAACAATGTTTTAGGATCATAATATTTTGCGATTTCTCCGATTAGTTCCCATGGTAGAGAATCTAAAGGCAAATCTGATCGTAATGATTCCATTATATTTTCTTTATTCTATAATAGAAAATAAATATAAATACAAAATCATTTATATTTATAAATATACCAACCATAATAAGATTAATATAATGATTAGTTACATTATTTAAGATCATTTTCATCAAAATTATTTCCTGATTTGATAAGATAATTGTCTTAGGATATATTAAAATTAGATCATTAAGGGTCAATTTATAAATATATGTCGGTGATATTATTCATTATTATGGATAACTTTAAATCCTGAATTATATAATAACATACAGACACGATAAAATTTATAAAAATGCATATACACTCGTTTAGAATATTTTATATCCTCAATAATCTCACCAAATTCATTTGCTTCATAAAATATATAAAATCCTTTATCTTTTTCATATCCAAAATATATACATTCATATTCCATTATGCTATAAAAATGAGTTGAAGTCCATTCTTGTTCAGATATATTTTTTAAATCCTTAGGATGATAATATATAATTTTATTCTCAACAGATAATAATTCTCTACGATATAATATATTATCTATTCGCTTCTTATTATTTAAAAATATATTGTCCTCCAAATTATCTTTATATAATATCTTGCCTAATAAATCATGTGGTAAATTAATATTCCATTGAACTCTAAGGGTATTTTGTGTAGAATAGAATTCATCTTCTTCTATATAACTTGTAAATTCATGATCAAAATAATCTTCATCTCCATAATTCTTATATTTCCCATTCTCTAAGCCGTCAACATCTATAAATTTCTCCTTTAATTTTTGTCCCCAATATATCCTTATATATTTATTTATGTCTAAATCTGTATAATTATTCTTAATGCCAACTCTTGACAACATGTTATTCCAAAAAATTTTTGTCCCTATAATATTATTAAATTGTTTACATGTTTGAAATATACTAGATATTTGTTTAATATTACATTTAGTAAATATTTCAAGTAAGATATCATTAACCAATAATTCCATTTATATTTAAAATACTCATATTTTAAATATCAATTTAGAATATAACCTTAATGTCAAAATGTTGACATATTCATAAAATGATATATTGGTTGAAATATGAAACCCATAAATTTTTTATTATTCGAACATATAATTAATCCTTTAGCTCTACATAATATAATCTTTCATCTCTTTTATTATAATAATTATTATGTTTAATGGATGTTGTACTATTAACAATATATACGATATACCTAATTACCAAAATTAATTTATTATTGTAATAATACTAAATATAGAAAATGTATTATTTTATTAATTTTGGTAATTAGGTAGATCAATATATAAATATTACAATGTTTTTTAATAAATTAATGTATAAATTTTGTAAAATTATTAATAGTAGAATATCCATTAAACATAATAATTATTATAATAAAAGAGGTGAAAGATTATATACGATGTCCGAACTGCCAAGTAAAAATAGAAATACATACTTTTATATTATAAGTAATGATGTGTATTCTTCTAAAAATATGTATAAGGTTGGATTTCATACGGGATCTATAAAAGATTTAGAGAAACGATATAAAACATATTTAATAACTCCAATAGTTGAATTTATTATTCGAGCATCGAGAAAAGACGAAAAGAATTTATTAACTATATTGAAGCATAAAATTGTAGAAAATTCTGAATGGGTTAACATGGACATCGATACTTTACGAATTATAGCATTACAATATTTTAATAAGTCCACTATACCACCATCACATTCATCAAATACAGGAATATTAACTTCCTTATCAAACACTTTATCTAAATTATGGAGTTATAACAATACTAACAATATAAAGAATGATGATCTTGATAAAGTTCATAATGGTAACGATGAAATAAATAAAAAGACTAATACTAAGACGGATAATAAGAATAATAATGCTAACGATGAAATAAATAAAAAGACTAATAATACTAAGATAGATAAGAATAATAATAATGAAACGAAGAAAAAGACTAAAAATGGAACTAAAGATAATGAAATTGATAAATACTTAGATGATAATATATTAGAAAAATTTAATAATATGAAGATAACTGGAGGTAGAAGAGGAGAACGAGAAATGACAAAATTAGAATTATTAACTCTAATAAATGATATAGGTTTGACTTCAAAAGATGATATGACAATAAAAGAATTAAAAGGAATGGTTATAGAATATGTAAATACTAAATCGAAAAAATATAAAAATAAACTTTTTTTGGATACAAGATAATATATTATCATGATGATAAGAAAGATATTATGAGCTACGACCACACTAATATGACAAACCAATGGTTTACACGTATGGAGGAGCATATGGTATTATTAGATGCATTAATAGATCATTCATATAAGAATTATCGTACGGAAATACAACAAACACTTCAGAATTGGAAAGACTTCAACAGTTCAAAAAATATTAATGTATATCAATTAATGAATATGACAAGGGATTTAAAGGTTAATTTATTAAATTTATCACAAAAACAATATACTGGATTATATCCTTCCCTTCTCCTTCATATGATAAAAGAACTAGATTTTGTATCTGGATTACTAGATAACTCTCTATCATTATCTGATGTAGTAGCATTTTGGGGTGATCATGCATTGGATTATGCTAAGCTTGATCCACATATGATAGATCCCACACAAGAAGATATTATCTCTATTATTAACAATATGAAAGATGAACTACAATCATTAAATGATATGGTATTATCTACGGACAAGATCAATATTTTAATTCAAGATACAATGATGTCAAAGGATATGCATATTGCAGGTCAACAAGTACATGTTCCATCAATAATACATCCTGTATTATTGCAACATATGATAGCCGAAGAACAAATGGGAATTAATATGTTAACTAGTATTTTGAATAATATGGGGCAAATATAATTTTTATCCAACCATACAACTTTTTAATAATTATATCACATTTAAAATATGTATATTATAATCTAAATGTAAATTAACATTAATAAAGAATATTTATCATATAAGTAGTATATAAATAAAGACTATAAGAAAAAAATTTATGTTTTCATAGAATTTAAATATATAACTAAAAAATAATTTATAATAAAATGAGTTGTAATCAAAAAAATAAGTGTGGCACAATTATAATATCGCCACAGGGACCGAATGGTCAACCAGGAAGTCAAATATTTACGGATATTGGACCCCCACCACCAGCTTTAGGTGTTAATGGTGATTTATATATAAATACAACAAATGGTGATTATTATCAAAAATTAGGTGGAGTGTGGGTACTAAGAGGTAATCTTCAAGGCCCTCCAGGAAGTCAAATATTTACAGGTAATGGAGTTCCACCTCCTGCGTTGGGAGCTGATGGAGACTTCTATTTAGATAACTTTACTGGGAATTATTATACAAAGGTAGCTGGAGTATGGACTTTACAAGGTAATTTAGAGGGCCCTCCTGGCCCACCTGGGCCCCCAGGTGCTCAGGGCGAACCAGGAAGTCAAATATTTACAGATGATGGAGTTCCACCTCCTGCGTTAGGAGCTGATGGAGACTTCTATTTAGATAACCTAACTGGAGATTATTACACAAAGGTAGGTGGAGTATGGATACTAGAGGGTAATTTAGAGGGCCCTCCTGGTCCCCAAGGCGAACCAGGAAGTCAGATATTTACAGGTGATGGAGTTCCACCTCCTGCGTTAGGAGCTGATGGAGACTTCTATTTAGATAACCTAACTGGAGATTATTATACAAAGGTAGGTGGAGTATGGACTTTACAAGGTAACCTACGAGGTCCTTCTGGGTTAAGTCCATCCATATTTGGATCCGGAAGGGATGGAGATGTGGTTATAGCAGCACCAACCACTTTGTTGAGGGATATGGTTTATAATAATTTAACAGTAAACGCAGGAGCATCTTTAGACACTGGTGGATATAGAATATTCGTAAGAAACATGCTTATTAATAATGGAACTATACAAAATGATGGAACTCCGGGAACTAACGTTGGTGGAATTGCGACACCTTTAGGGACTCTCGGAGTGGGTGCCGCAGGTGGAAATCCCGGCACTGTCGGAAGTCCAAGCACTAATATTCCGTCATTAATCTTAGGAACCAGTGCTGGAAATAAAGGTGGCGGACTTAGCGGAGGTGGCCCAGTTTCCCGCACTACTAGTTTAAATGGAAACGATATACCATTAAATAATTTAATAGAAATAGTGAAAGTAAGATCATTGGATAATTTAAGGTACAATGGTGGATCTGGTGGTGGTGGTGGCCAAGGTGCAGGTGGTGGTGGCGGTGGTGGCGGTGGCGGAGTTGTCGCTATCTTCGCCAATGTTATTGTAAATAATGGAACTATATCAGCTGTGGGTGGAAATGGAGGTCCTAGTTCCAATGGCACTGATGGTGGTGGAGGAGGTGGTGGTGGTGGCCTCCTTGTCTATGCAACAACATCTATCACCGGTAATATACCAACAATAGCTAATGTAGCTGGTGGTTTGGGAGGAGTAGGAGGAACTCTAGGAGATGGAAGTCCAGGTTTTGCCGGCTCTGTATATGGTCTCATAGTATAGTAATATTATCTTATAAATTATATAATTGTCTTATAAATTATATAATTATCTTTATAGATTATATAATTATCTTTATAGATTATATAATTGTCTTATAGATTATATAATTGTCTTATAGATTATATAATTGTCTTTATAGATTATAGATTATAGATTATAGATTATAGGTTATATAAGATAAATATGGTATTGAAACTACGTACTAATTAATATATAAAAGAACATTCATGAGGTGATATACACGACATCAAATGAAAAAACTTATATACAATTAATTTTAATATATGTGATAATATCTATATTAAAATTTATCTTCTTATATTTCCTTATTCTTTTAAAGCATTACAAAAAATAATTTTTAGATGATATGTAATTAATAATTGTATATAAAAAATTTTTTATAATATGTATAATAATAAACTTTCCCAAAAATATTATTTTTGTAATTCTTTAAAAGAATAATGAAATATAATATAGATATTATGATATGTATATTAATTAATTGTATATAAGTTTTTTTCATTTAATGTCGTATATACCACCTTATAACATCATATTTATATATTAATTAGTACTTAGTTTTAATACCATATTTATCTTATATAAATATAAAGATAATTATATAATAACTTAAGGTAAACCTGTAGCATAACACATGACGTCCTACATATAATATTTATTTAAATATTATAGAATAATGGAGATAACATCTATATTGCAAATTTATATAATTATCTTTATGCATTATATAAACTCATTTATTTATTCATAGATTATATATTAATATTATATTATGTTGTGGATATGAGATAGTATAATATTCCATCTTTCCACAACTTCTTTTGGTCCATAATCATCCCCTAACTTATCAATTTTTGATATAATATTGTTGAATAATGTACGCTGTTTTCCGTATATTTTATTTAAAACATTAATATCTATCTCCATAATGGGTATATTGTATATATCAGATAACTTCCTACATATAACATTTAAATTCTTCCAATCAAGATTAAAACTGACCATTATTCTTTTAATAATTGGAATAACATTATGTAATCTACTTTTAGGAATTCGTAAATATTCTGTACTTATTATATTTACATCATAATACAAAACCTGACAAATTTTAGCTATCATACCTCGTAACTCATCGTATGAATACGAACGTTTTGTTACTTCATGACAATCACCTTCTTCTAAACCAAAGTCATTATATAAACATGAAGAAATATACAAAGAACAAATTGCCAATAATTGATATTCATGCTCACCTATATTATTAATACTTGTATATTTATCTATCATTGATATGGTATTAAAACATATACTATCAGATAATTTAAAATATTTACAAACTCGCACTATCCAATCTAAAATATTTTCTCTTATAGTCATAGTTATTAAGGAATCTTCCAGTAACTCAACCGAAGGCCAGGCTGTGCAAGGGACCGAAGGCCAGGCTGTGCAAGGGACCGAAGGCCAGGCTGTGCACGGGACCGAAGGCCCGGCTATGCACTTATAGATTTTTCTATCCTGTCTTATTGAATGCATTGACAATCTTTTATAATTATGATAACCAACAATCCTCTGTAAACTATAAGGGATAGAAATTCGCATTTTAGGATTAACTCTTAACATATCCCGACATAATAATAATAACGTATTATTAGATGTTGCCACTACATCCTTAATATTTAATGCTTTTGTTGGAGGTATTTGAACACGTCTAGGGAATATGTCATGAACAATTTTATGTCTCGATCCAAAGGTTTTTACTATTTTAATTAATAATTTCATATCATCTTCTTCTGAGAATAAACTAGCTCCATTAATCATTTCTACTATTGTGCAACCAATACTCCAAATATCCACTTTTTCATCATAATCCTCCTTATCCATTAATATTTCTGGAGCTCTGTAATTTTGAGTTTGTATGCACGTACTTAGTTTAGTTTTATCTATAATAAATTTAGCTGATCCAAAATCGGAAAGATAGATATTATTATCTTTTATTAATATATTTCCAGGTTTTATATCTCTATGAAGTATATTATTTTTATGAAGATATCCTACTGCTAATAATAATTGTGTACTATATTTTATCACTACATCTTCATCTAGCTTCCCTACTTCTTTTATATGATCATATAAACTTTTATCATATAGTGGCATGACATAGTAGCCATAATATTCATCCATAAAAACATCAATGATAGGTACTATATTAGGATGACTGACAGTTTTCATTATATTAACTTCTGCTAGAAAGTCATCTAGACCAACGTATGTACCCACTCTTTTCATTGCAAATACTGTATTGCTTCTTTTATCTGATACTTTGAAGATGGTTCCGGATCCACCTTCCCCAATTTCTTCCAATATATTGTATTTATCCATTTACTATATTAAATATATAATATAATAATCAATTATATTATATATCTCATGTATACATGAGATTATATAATTACTATCATTACTTTTAAGATAGTATTTTATGTATGTAACATTTATAAAGCTATACATTCTCATGGGATACACCTCATAAAATAAATATTTATGGATTTTAATGGTATAAAAATTTACATAAAGTAGTAAATTTTCTAATTTAAAGATATACTCCATCTTATTTTCATAAGTTTCGAGATCATCCCAGTTTATACTTTATAGTATAATGGAGGGGTTCAAGCTTATATAATCTATAAGTATTGAGATCATCCCAAATTATATTGTATGATATGATACGAGGGGTTCAAGCTTATAAAGTTAATAAGTATTGAGATCACCCCAGTTTATACTTTATAGTATAATGGAGGGGTTCAAGCTTATAAAAAATTGAAGATATTATTAAAAAATGAAAAATTTAAGAGACAGATATGAAGAGAAATATAATGGAAGGAGGATATGGATATGTATTCCACCCACCATTATCAGTTAAAGATAAACAATTAAATGATAAATTTTTAAATAATGGATATGTGATGAAAGTATCAGTAACAGAAAATGAATTAAAGTTCTCCCGTAAAATACGAAGACTAGATCCTGATAGTAAGCATTTTTTAACATTTATTGATAATGGAGAATTGGATAAAAATCAATATATTAAAAGATCAGGAAAACATAATTCTGATATTGGATATTATATGAAATATGGAGGGACAACGATAGAAAAATATGTAAACGATAGCAAATGTAGTGCCAAAGATTTATGGAATATGTTAAAATATTGTATTCAGGGATTAAAAATTTTAGAGAACAAAAGTATAGTACATAATGATATACATACTAATAACATAGTAGTTGGGTGTGATGGACTTCCAAGATTTATTGATTTTGGATTATGTTATTCATACAAGAGTCGTATTCGTTGCTACAATAATTATTTTTTCGCATTTTATAATGCAACTTTGCAAAGGCCATTGGCAGAATATGTATTTAATGGACAATGGTCCAAATATCGTGATGATTATGATCATGCTATAAATTATTACTATCCAAATACTAATACTATGGAATATGTTAAAGTTATGTTCGAAGAAAGAGATAAAGATAAATTAATTTTTTATGAAAAATATTTGTATGGAAATTTGGAGAAGATTGATGTATATTGTTTAGCACATGTATTCTTTGGTCTTGTGGAAATTTCTAAAGATACAAGTAAAACTGGAGTTAAATTTAAAGAAGATAATGATGAAATATATTTACAGCATCTTAAAATTCTATTAAATAATATGTATCATGTAAATATTAATTTACAGTATAATCTTGATGAATGTTTAAAATATATTAAATGTTATGAGAACATAATTACCAATAAAACTAATAAGGAAAATACTATATAGTAAACTGATAAAATTGATTTTTATAATAAATAAGTATCTAGGATGTAGACAAGATGACATATAATATGCGTTTAGGATTGTGCTGTATTAACACAAAATTAAGAGAGAAGGAGATATTTACATCAAGAACATGTAGGTTAGAGACGGCAAAAGACAAGGGATTGACACATATAGTAGAATTAGCAAAGAAGAATATTATGGATTTGGTTCCAATGATTATCTGGAATGAATTAAATGGGATTAAGGTATTTAGGATGAGTAGTGAGATGTTTCCTCATGTTACTAATCCTAAACTTTTTGAATCAGGATTAGGATATTCTGTTGACATGTTTGCTAATGAATTATTATATATTGGTAATATAGTTCGCACGCTTGGACATAGAGTAACCTTTCATCCAGGACAATTTAATGTTATTGGAACCAAGGATAATGATATTCTCAATAAGACTATAATGGAATTGTCATCTCATGCAAGAATATTAGATTTGATGGGATGTGATGGAAATTCTGTGCTTGTTATACATGGAGGAGGTGTATATGGAAATAAAGATGAAACTATTAAAAGGTGGGTTAAAAATTATAATGCGTTGCCTGATATTATTAAACGGAGGTTAGTGTTAGAGAATTGTGAAAAATGTTTTACTGTGGAAGATTGTTTACGAATGTCGTCCATGGTAGATGGTATACTACCAGTTGTCTTAGATATTCATCATTATCAATGTTATAGTCAGCTTCATCCTGAGGTTACACAAGAATCATTATATACATTGGTTCCAAAGGTTGTGCATACTTGGTGGCGTAAGGGATTACGTCCTAAGTTTCATATATCAGAGCAAGGAACTGGTAAAATTGGCCATCATTCTGACTATATAAGTCATATACCAGACATATTTTGGGATTTATGTCAATATGCGGCTTTTGATTTGATGATCGAGGCTAAAGCTAAAGAGCAAGCTATTATATTTTTATATAATAAATATCCTATATTACGCTCCAATCAATATATTCCAAATCCTTATGTTTATAATTTTAAGGAGGTATATCCATATTTATTTTAAAAATAAATAATATAGAAGAGAAAATGGATAGATCGTGGTATGTTGTGTATACGGTAGATATCTCTAAGCCTCCAAAAAATTTAGTGTATTTAAGAAGGAAAGTTATAGATTTAAGTACAGGAGCTGATCTTATGAAGGTAGATACAGAGTTCACGGATTACGTTAATAGGATGGGTAATATGAACGTTAAGGTGGATGATAGAGGATATAATAAAAACATACAAGATGCGTATTTGTTTGCGTATATTGTGGATATAGTAAATATGTTAGAGGATATGGCTGATGAGAACAAATATAATGCACATGCGGGTAAATACGAAAGAGATATTTATATTGAAGAAATTGAATATCGACGTATACAAGGGACGATATATGATATTTATATTAAGGTTAGTGGAAATGTTTCTAGGAAGGATATTGATGATATAGAGAAAGTCGGTGGAAGCTTTGAATTGTTATCTAATAATTTGGAATTACCGAAATTTTATGGTAGGTCAGAGTTTGTTGTGCCATTTGACTATCCAAATAATATGTGGATTTTAGATAATAATTATATAGTTTTACAACGATATGAAAATGCTGATAGGGGTGGTATGTTACGAGGACCATTGGGAATAGTTGAAATAGAATAAGTTTATAATTGTATATACAATTATAATTACCTCATAGTTACATTATATAATTATCTTATAGATAATAATTATCTTAGTTACATAATTATTTTATAGATTATAATTGTCTTATAGATTATATAATTGTTATTATAGATATATAATTATATTATAGATTATATAATTGTTATTATAGATATATAATTGTTATTATAGATATATAATTATATTATAGATTATATAATTGTTATTATAGATTATATAATTGTTATTATAGATTATATAATTGTTATTATAGATTATAATTATCTTATAGATTATAATTATCTTATTTATATAATTATCTTAGTTACATAATTATTTTATGGATTATAATTATCTTATAGATTATAATTATTTTATAGATATACAATTGTATTATAGATTATATAATTATCTTATAGATTATATAATTGTCTTATAAATTACAAACTATCTTATAATCTATAATTATCTTAGTTACAAATTTATGATATAAATGAAAAGAGAAGAATAAAACGATACTGTAAGATTATCTATTATATATATTATTTATAATTCATGGGATACTACACATGAACGTTTTAAACACGGATGACTATTTTAATACTATATGATAGTATTAAATAGATCCTTTTAAATTATCTTTTATATAAATAATTGTGTAAAGCGTTCATGTGTAGTATCCCATGAATTATAAATAATATATATAATAGATAATCCCACAGTATCTTTTTATTCTTCCGTTTTCCTTTTATATCATATCTATATGATAATATAAATTATATGATTAATATTAAAATGGATGACGGATTGTGGTATATAGTTTACACAGTTGATGTATCTAACTTAAGCAATTTAGTATACTTAAGGAGAGATATTGTAGATTTAAACGATACTGTGGACATTGCTAGAGTTGATAATGCGTTCACTGACTATATAACAAATCATCCCTGGAGGGTAAATAATATAAACGATATAACATATGGAGTAGGTATACATTATGCTTATTTATTTGCACATATTATAGATAAGATGAGCTTGTTAGAAGATAATGATAATATTTATAAATATGCAGAGATAGGTAGTGAAGATGTTGAATATAGACATATATATGGAAATAGATATAAAATATATTTCTATGTTGGGGATTTAAATGAGGAAGATAAAGATATAATAATATCTAATTTGGATGAAGGAGAATTAACTTTTGTGTCCTCTGATACGGAATTGTCTTCATTTTCAGGAAAGGTGGAGTTTTTAATAGATATAGACTATCCAAATAATATATGGATTCTAGATAATAAATATATTATCTTGCAACGATATGATAATAGGGATGAGAATGGAAATAATACTTTACGAGGACCAATAGGAATTGTTGAAGTAGAATAAATTATACATTAAATAACTCATAAGTAATTTATAATAAGATTTTTATAATAGTAATACACATTAAAATTAATTTGATATGTGTCACCTCATAAACCCTTATCTTATTCCATTCATGAGGTGATACACATCTACCTAATAATTACATCTTTTATTATTGTAACTTTAATACCATTTTTATCTTAGACTTACATTAAGATATTATTTTAACTCGAGAAAGTATAGAAACTTTTGTAAATTGTATAATATAAATTACATAATAACTTAACCGCAGATGATACAAGCACTTATAAATTATATAATTATGTTTATAAATTATATAATTATCTTTATAGATTATGGTTTTATATATCTCATATTAGATGACATACTGTCTCTATTAAATACAAAATTATTTCCTTGTATCGGTGCATTTTGTGCTTGTAATAACATTTGTTGTGCTTGTAATAACATTTGTTGTGCTTGTAATTGAATTTCTTGTGGGGTTGGAACATTAGGATCTAATTCAACTATTCCTATTGGCCCTTGTAATATGTTTTCTCCAGTCCCATCATCATTTGCATATCGTTGTATAATTATATATTGATTATCTACTACCCATACGTTATTAGGGAAGTCATATTCATCAAGAAAATTAACTCTGCCAGAGAATGTTGGTAAATTTAATTCACCATCAAGCAACAATATAGATTCTGTCTTTCCTTCAGCCAAATTTATAATAATGTTCTCATCAATATCATCATCAAATACCTTGAAATATATCCTATAAATATTTCCATCCACATGCTCATATGGTATATATTCTGAATTTATCATATTTATATGATATCTATATTTATTAGCAGAGTCTTCTATCATATTTATACTATCTACTATATATGAAAATAAATATGCATTCCTAATATTATTATTATATTGATTGTTTGCATTTTCGAGACCTCCATTAATATGAAAGTCAAAATCATCAAGCACTATATCTATATCGTTTTGATCATAAATATTTATATTATATTTACGTAAGAAGATTACGTTATTCGGTGCAACCGATATATCACATAAATATGTAAAATACCAATATTTAGACATTTTATTATTGTTCTATAATATTTAAATACTTTTATAATCCTCATATCTTGTATTTTATGTATACCACCTCATAAAATTATAAGTGCGTTCCTTACGTAAGGTTAACTAATTATGCCATCATAACCTTAATATCATTATTGTCATATATTATATACTATACAATAGTATTTATCTACCATGTGTACCATCCCATGAAATTAAAATTAATGAAATAGGACACCATAACTTCAATATCATTATTGCCATATATTATATAATATAATAAGGTTTAATATTATAATTATAATAGTATTTTGTTTATCATGTGTACCATCCCATGAAATTAAAATTAATAAAACAGGACACCATAACTTCAATATCATTATTGTCATATATTATATAATATAATAAGGTTTAATATTATAATTATACTAGTATTTTGTTTATCATGTGTAGTATCCCATGAAATTAAAATTAATGAAATAGGACACCATAACTTCAATATCATTATATCATTATTTTTTACAATTATAATATTATAATTATAATATATTAAAACATTTAAGATGGGAATCTTAGCTTAGTATTATTATAATTATATTATAATTATAATAATCCTTGGTATATCCATTATATAAAATTATGTGAATAAAATTATGTGTAAGTATAATTGTTAAATCTGAAATTGTATATAATAATATAAAGGAACAAAATGGAATTACTATCTAAAGAAATAATCTCAAATGAAATAGCTAATAAGCTATCCGAACGAGATAGAATATCCTTCAAATTTTCATATCCAAATAATAATATTAAATTAGGACCAAAGATTAATGATTTAGAAGAAGCGGTGGAGAAAGATTCTATAGTTAGCATTAGAAATATATTAAGATTATCAACAAATAAAAATGAAATAATAGATAATATAATAACTTATTGTATATTACATAATAATATTAATATGTTACAGGAATATTTATATCAAAATAGAATTATAACCAATGAAACATGTATCACATATTTATATTCTTCTTTAATGTATAGTAATAGTAAAATATTTTATTATGTTATGACGTGGCTTAGTGTCCTCAGTGAATGCAAAGATATATCTAACATAAACAAAATATACAATGAAACCCTATACAGAATATTAGACAATAAAATATTACATAAATCTGATAAATTACATAAAATAAGGACATTAATAGAACATATTGATATTAATGATGTTCATATATTAATGACAACATTTATATCCTCCGATCTAAATTTATTTACAGATACTATTAAAAAATATACTTCACCAATAGATAGTACTATAAGTATATTTTTTGTTTATTTAGGAAATGAAACTATTACTAATGAACATATAGATCTTATATTATATTATATTAATATAACAAATATGGAATCACATGATATTCAAAATATGATGACATGTATAACAGTTAATGATAAAATTAGAAATAAAAATAAATTATCATTATTAAATTCCCTAGACACACACATTCAAGAAGATGATATTTATACAGTTATATATAGCATTATAAATAAAGATGAAATAGATAATGAGTATAATGCTGAAGAACAAGATGATAACATTATTTACAAGAACAAAAGATTATGTACCTTAATGAGATATATAAAAATAAAAGAAAGAAATGACAAGATAAAATTTAATCTTTATAAATTATTAAATTATTTATTGAAAGAATTACCAAATATTTCTATAAATAATATGTTAATAATAATGTTAGATGCTATATTACCATGTATATCAAATAATTATAGAATATATAAATATATAAGTGAATTATTTTATGATATTATAGAAAGAGAAAATAGTAAAGTGTTGGGGACTATGATAGAATATATAAAACATAGGGATATAAAATTACTAACGGATAAAAATAAAATAAATAAGGCGCTACAAAATCAAGAACAAATAAATTTGCTCATTAAATATAAAATTGATTTTTAAAAGATAATATATAGATATGATTGTGAAATACTCAAAATGGAGTTAATTAATAATATGCCAGTAGAAATTATAGAAAAAATATTGTCTCATGTTCCAGATGGTATCCTAATTAATATTAAATCAAGTAATAAATTTTATGAAGAAGTTGCCAATAATTGTATTAAGAAAAAGAAGTTGGAAGAAGAATGTTATATGGATAGGAATTGCTTCTTCGACATCTTTAAACAACGAGCTGGTATACTCTCCATTCCCCACATTATATCCCAATATGAACATCATAAAGTAGGGAACTCTAATCGCTTATCTTATGATAGTGATAATGATGAAAATTATATATCATATGAAGGAGGAGATGGTGGAGGATTATTAAAATATTTATTTGATGCATGTGTAAGATATGGATGTTATCAAACCTATACAAAATTAAAGAACTATGATATTTCTTATTCTGCCGAAGAATATTATAGTATAGCATTACTTAACGGTCACATTAAAATTGCAGAAGATATATATGATACCAGATTGCGAGGTAAGGTTAGGTACATGGCACGTGGATCTATTGATATGGATGAGGTGGCATTAACTTATATATATAGATTAAAGAAAATGTTAAATGAAAGAAAGATAAAGAAATATGGTAGTTTAGTAAGAAAGATATTAGAAAATGTTTGTAAAAGAATAGAATATATATCTATTAATGAAGCATTTGTTCATCTTATAAATCATTATCAACCAAACATTGATGACAGAGCATATAGTATTATATATTTAAAATATCCAAATATTCTTAGTAAGACAAATAAAGAAAAGTTAAGGTTCATATCACCAATCCTATTGTTTAAGAAGAAGATATATCCTGATGACGATGGACTAAAAATGAATGTGGATGTTATTATAGATAATATTAAATATACTACTATGGCCTCATTTATCGAAGAAAAAGAATCCATCCTGTCCAATAAATCATTAAGATATGATTATAGTATTGGTCCATTTAAACGTATTAACTATGGGGAAGAAAATGCATTAAAAACAATAATAAATAAATTAGTGGAAAAGTTTGGAAGTGATGAAGTCTTTGATATGTTGATAACATGTGTAGGATATACTTATAGATCGGCAGACAATAGTATCTATGTTCTTAAAGATATGATAGATTTAGTATTTGAAAATAAAACACAACTAGAAAATTATTTAATAAACAACTATTCTAAAGTAAAAGGACAAATTGGGTTGGTTGGTCGTGTTATTGACTTGTACGTAGAAATGGCAGAAGATGATATAAACATAGAAGTAGTAAATAAATATTATTCATATATGAAATATGAAATTCTCAATAAAGAGGACATTATAAACAATTTATCGGCGGAATGTTTAATACATATTATTAAGGATAAAGGGATGATGAATATAGAAAAGAATAAGATAATGGATGTATTTACTGAATGTCATGAGAACGAGATTAAGTTTATAACTGCTGGGGCAAATAAACTATTTTATAAGATGGTTTTAGAGTGGATTTATACTTCGTGTCCGAAGGATTATCTTATGGGGTATATAGATATAATATCGGAAATTATGTCAAGTACATGTTATTGTTCTAATTAATAATGTTATCTATATATTTTATAAAAATATATAAGTATATAGAAATGGAAGGAAATATTGGATTTGAGAACTTACCGACAGAAACTTTAACTAAAGTATTAATAGATAGTGACATAAATACGTTATCATCATTATGTTTAACAAATACTAAATTGTCCTCTATTTGTGATGATGAGTATATTTGGAGAAGAAAGTTAGAAATGGAATATCCGAGTATATCTTATAAAGATACTTACTTAGCATTAAGTAGTATAAGTAAATTATTAAATAATTCTGTAGGAGAATTATATCCAGATAATAGGGATACAGATAACATACAAATAACAAGAATTGGAAAGTATAATTTATACCGAAACTATCCCGGTGGATATTATGAAGTATTACCTGATATATCTATTATAAGTAGAAAACATGCCAAGGATGAAGATATAACTAACGAAATTTTAGATGGGTATGGTATACATAATGATTCGGGTTTGAATAATCCAGTTGAAAGATTAATAGTGAAAAGGACATTCCCAAATGATATGGATTTAGTAAAGATAGTGAATGAAGGAAGAGCGGAACTTGTAACATTTAAGAATGCTAAAGAAATACCTGGTTATTTATATACCTTAGAATCAGATGATACTCCTTTAGAAAGATGGATGTTTGTAGATGTTACAAAAGCCTTTGGTGATTTAGAAGCATATGCACTTAAATCTTTGGGTTTAGTTAATACATTTGAATATGATGAAAATGAAAATTTGGTGCTAATTCCATAAGATGGATTATAATTATATAACATTATGTAACTATAATTGTATTATCGCTTCGCTCTGCAAGATGAATAAATTATAATTGTATATAAGATAATTATAATTGTAGAAGAATAAATTATAATTGTAGAAGAATAAATTATAATTGTGTTAGATTGTTTGTAGTTTTATATAAGATAATTATAATTGTACATAAGATAATTATAATTGTATAAAAATAAATTATAATTATAAGGATAACATTAAATTATAATTATAATTGTATAAGATAAGATTAATTATAATTGTATAGAAGATTAATTATAATTGTATAAGATAAGATTAAATTATAATTGTATAAAAGATAATCTATTTTATCTTAATTTCTTTACCATTTATAGTTTTTGCGTATATTATCGGATTATTCTTATCTTTATAATCGAAAACTAACTCATGTATATCTTTAATATTGCTCATGCAAATATTTTGTCCTATAAATTTATATTCCAATCTAGTTCCAGTCCATGTCTCCTTAGGTGGTTGTATATCAATTTCTTTAAAATTAGTAAATACTATAATTTGGTCGTTGTCATCAGGTGTAAATTTTCCATTATATCCAACTAATATCTTCTCTCCATCAATATGTTCTATACAAGGTTCCGTTCTCTCTGTCTTATTTTCTGTTCTTTCTAATTTTACATCAGACTTAACCTTATTTTTATCATAACTTTGAACATATCGGCCCTTATAAGTTCCAGTATAAACCGCCTTTTTCTTATTTAACAATTTATCACTATCATCCCCAAATATACAATTATTATATATAATTTTATTTCCTTCTCCCAATATACTTTCTGCATCCTTTACATATAATTCACAATAATTATAGGAAATATAAGAATCAAAAGAACTATTCATCAAAAAATAATTTCCATTCTTTAATATATCATTGTGAAATTCCACATTGCTATCCTCAGCCCTCAAAAATACATCCATATCCTGTAAATTATAATTACCATTAAATGATTCAATCTTACTTCTAGAACAATTTATTACAGTTCGTTTTCCTCCACTTGAAGTCATATCATCTTCCATTTCCATATTATCATTAATCATAACATTCTTAAGTTTAAGGTTAGCATTCTGTATTTGTAGAATTGTGTAATTCTGTGATTGAATATGTACATCTTGTAATATAAGATTACTATCCTTTACATTGATAAAGGAATGTTTACTATCTCCTCGTGTCATTGTTTCTCGTATTGTTGTATTGGATAATTCTAATCTTCCATCTCCAGATATATTATTAGTATTAACAGTTATCTTAATATTTACAATTTGTTGATCAATACCTCTCATGGTTTGCACATTTAATGTCCTTAAATATAAATTAGTAGATCTGATTGGAACATCACCTCCAACTATGCTAATTAATGGTGTTATAGTTACATCTGCATTTGGTTGAAGAACATTGACTGGAATTAATAATATCCCGGTACTTCCATTTGTTCTATTTAAAACATTTTGTAAGGATTTGACAGCGGAGGTAACGAAGTAATATGGATTATTTAAGGAAACTTGTTTATCATCACTGACAAGCGAATCATTTTCATCTTGTTGGGATTTAAAGGGATTAACTGCTGCATAGAAAACTATTGATGTCATATTTATTACCTTTTATATTTATTATATAATCTATCTATTTAACTTTCTATACTTCTCTTCCAATTCATTAAATATTTTAAAAAGAGAAATTGGTCTGTTCTTTATGCTCTTTATCTTTAGACATCCAATTACATCTGATAATATCTCATAACATGGTATTATACATGACTCTTCTGATTTTAAGTATTCGTCAACACAATTATCCAAGTCGATGAAAGTCCTATTATTTATAATATTCTTAACATAAAATTTATTATAGAACTTATCGGAGAATAATCTGTGAGTCTTGTCCTTATGATATTTTTCATAATATAGATTAATCCAATATGTCATCTGTCTTCCCGGATAAGTAAACTCTTGTATGGCGACATTTTTTATTTGTTTTATAGCTATTTTGTTAACCATAAGTAAATTTTCAACTTCATAATAGTTTAATTTATAATATAGGAAGAAATAACAAATGATTGTACTTATATCCATAAGGTCATCATAAACATTGGGTATAATGTTATTTTCATTTTCAATGAAAATAAAATATCCCACTTTCAGGTGGGTACTACACCATTAAATAAATGTCCAATGTGAATCTCACACCATCCATCCACATTTTCTAAATAACCTGATGCATAATCAATGAATATAGGAAATAAATCTGTGGTAATTGACATATCCTTATCAAATACTTTATAAGTGAAAGTTTGAGGACAATGCAGCTTCTTAATAATAATGTTTTGCGGATGTAAGTCATAATGTGTAAATTTAATTATATTACTAAGATGAAGAAGATAATATATACAATGCATCGTAACATCAAATCCATTTATCATACTATTACTTTCATAGAAATAATCTAAAGTTTGTCCTTCTATATATTCTAATATTAAAATTGACATATTATCATTTTCGAGATAATCGAGGGTTCGAAGAAAATTTTAATCCTATAATATATTCCCTATGTAGACATTCTTTTTTCTTTATTCTGGTCTTAACAACTACATCTTCCCCATTTTCTATATTTTTATATACATATATTGGACCTTCATCTCTATTAGAAAGAAGATTTTTGTATTCATATTTATCTCCTAGAAGAATATTAACTTCCATTTGTAATATATAATATTTTAATATATAATCAATTATTATAATTTATGATAACAATTATTTTGTGGGAATCTTTATATTTCTTATTATTCATTACTTTTATAAGAGGATAGAGTTTAAAAATAATGATAATTATATGTAAACTAACACGATGAAATTCTTTGAGAAATCATTAAATTTCATATTTAATGATATTTTAATACTATAATTTATATTTTCTTATAAATATAAGGATTAAGACAAAGTTGGGAATGTGGGATTATAATTATAATTATAAAAAATTATTATCTATTAATGTTTGCACACCCCGAAACCGACATCACGAAATTCTTTGAGAAATCATTAAATTTTATATTTAATGATATTTTAATAATATAAATTATATTTTTTTCTAAATATAAGGATGAAGACAAAGTTGGGAATGTGAGATTATAATTATAATTATAAAAAATTATTATCTACTAATGTTTGAACATCTTGGAAATCGACATCATGAAATTCTTTGAGAAATCATTAAAATTAAAATTTAATATTACTTTAATACTATAATTTATATTTTCTTATATTTATGAGAAAATAGTTGCTGGATGGCAAAGTTGAAAATATTAAATAATAATTATAATTATAAAAAATTATTATCTACTAATGTTTGAACATCTTGGAAATCGACATCATGAAATTCTTTGAGAAATCATTAAATTTTAATTTTAATGATATTTTAATATTATAATTTATATTTTCTTATATTTATGATAAAGTAGTTGGTGGATGGCAAAGTTGAAAATGTTAAATAATAATTATAATTATAAAAAATTATTATCTACTAATGTTTGTAACTATTGAAAATCAACACGATAAAATTCTTTGAGAAATTATTAAAATTAAAATAATATGATCTTTTGGTATTATATTATTTATTTTCTTATATTCAGAAGAAAATAGTTGATGGATAACAAAGTTGAAAATGGTAAATAATAATTATAATTATAAAAAATTATTATATAATAATGTTTGGTCATCTTGGAAATCGATAATGAAATTCTTTGAGAAATCATTAAAATTTTATATTTAATGTTATTTTAATACTGTAATTTATATTTTCTTATATTTAGAAGAAAATATATGAAGGAAGACAAAGTTGAAAATGATAAATAGTAAATAATAATTATAAAAATTATTATCTATTAATGTTTGTAACTATCGAAAATCGGTGGAATGAAAACATTTAAGATTCCATTTAATTTTAATTTTAATGTTATTTCACTACTATAATTTATATTTTCTTATATTTAGAAGAAAATATATTGAGGACGACAAAGTTGAAAATGTAAAATAATAATTATAGTTATAAAATTATTATTTGTTAATATTTGCACTTCATTAAGTCGGTATGATAGATGTGATAAAATTTCTTAAGAAATAGTTAAAATTAGAATAATATCATCTTTTGGTATTATAATTTATATTTATAAGAAAATATATAAAAATGTTGACGTTGAAATATATAGATGAAGATAATAATTATCACATCTATCACAATGACTTAGTTTTTGTTAAAATATGATAATAAAATTTTTCTTTGTTATACATACAAAGAAGAATATAGTATTAATGTTAATACATATGAATATTATATAAAATTGATTTGTAAAAACTTGTATATGTAATATTTAAGTTTCGTAATATAAGATGGACATTATATCAGAAGATGCATTTAATTATATGCGTAAAAATTTCTTGACTAAAGAAGAACAAACATTATTAAACTTAGTACATAATAAATATTCCAAAGGTAAAGTTAATATAAAGTCATTAGTTATAAACAATAATCTAGAAACATTAAAATCTTTAAACGTTACTCTATCACGACAATTGGTAAGTGGTATTGCAAAAACCGCAGCACAATATGGACATTTACAAATATTGGAGTGGTTACTATCCCAAACTGGTGATGATTTTCCATATGGTTATGGAGTTTTCAATAAAGCTGTTAGCACCGGTCAATTACATATAATGGAATGGCTCCTCTTTCTTTCCCTTAACAAAGACCAAAAAAGTACTGGCTTAATGAATTGGTGTTTAAACCCAGCTATAAAACATAAACAATACGAATGCATAAAATGGATATTCTCTAAAGTGGAAGAAGACCCTAATCTTTGGATGGAGATATATAACGAAGATGCATTTAAAGAAGCGGCAAGAATAGATGACTTAAATCTTATGAAACGATTGTATAAAGAAAATGTTTTAAGGGATATTGTTGTGGATCCTGGTATTTTCGAAATATCAGCTGAACATGGTTCCTTAGAGACAATTAAATGGTTATTAAGTCCTAATGGGATAGAGGGAGAGGATATATATTACTATGATGAAGCGGCGATAAGTCAATTAATAAAAAGAGGAGATTTAGAATTAATAAAATTTATGTATAATAAGGATATGGAATCATTTTTATATAATGATGCTCTAAATGATGGAATACGTACGGGAAATTTAGAGATTGTTAAGTTTTTATATGAAATTGGAGGGCAATATAATATGAAAAGTTTCAATAAAGCGGCATTAACTGGTAATTTAGAGTTAATGAAATATTTAAAAAGTAAGGGATGTCCATTTTCTAATAATACATTTCATTATGCTGCTATAAATGGAAATATGGAAGTAATGAAATGGTTACTCTTGCAAAGCCGAGGTGAGACGACAAATAGATATTTGTGGAATAAATTTACATTTCCAGGAGCATTAATCAATGGTAACAAAGATAATATAAAATGGTTGATTGAAAATGGTTGTCCATGGGATGATAAAGATTTTTATTATTCATGTTCTGCTTTTGGAAGTATAAATAATAAGGATGAAAGAGATAGTAAATTATTGGAGTATGTAAAGTGGTTATATACATACTTATTATCTAAAAAGAAAGATGATAGAAAATTTGGATGGGATTGTGAAACATTTCATTGTTATGCATACATGGATTGTATTCCTGTGTTGCGATTTCTTCTTAATCCAAGAGGAAAAAAGGAGTATGAGTTGATAAATGGGAGAGATGAGGAACATGCATGCCCATGGAACTCAGATACATACATTCATGTAGTGAAGAGCAATAAATTAAATATTTTTAGATGGTTATATGAGAAAGGTTGTCCTTATGATATGACAACTATAAATTATGTAATACATATGCAAAGATATAAATTTTTACATTGGATTTTAACTAATAGGATATACGATGGAGATTTAAGGGATTATCTAACAAGATGTTTAGAGAGGGGACATTTGAAATCTATATTAGTGGTAAAAACCCATATAAAATTAATCGATACTGATATAAATTATTATATCAAAGAATGGATATATAAAGTAAATAATCCAATTACTGTAGTAGGCACATTATGTTGGGGTATTAATAATCTAGGATGGGGCATAGATTTGGATGTAAATAATAATTTTTCCTCTATTATTGATTGGTTCACGAAATATTAATGTTAATATATTTTAACTTTAGATCTTATTAATAAGATCTAAGTTACCTAATTATACTGATAATTATTTTGTACTTCCATAATATAATAAGAATAAATTATATGATAATATTTTCATCTCATTCAAATTATATAATAACGTACTTAAAGTTGTCATGGGGTGGTATACATAATTATCATTTTATATGTAATTATATATATAATATTAATACCATATTTATCTTATATTTTATAAATATGAGATAGTATTTTGAATTTATTCATGTTGTGGCTTACTTAAAGTTGTCATGGGGTGGTATACATGATTATCATTTTCTATGTAATTATATCAATATTATTAATACCATATTTATCTTATAGTTTATAAATATGGGATAATAGTCTTTACGTTATGACTTATATAAATTTTTTAATGGGGTGGTATACATGATTATCATTTTCTATGTAATTATACCGATAGTATCAATACCATATTTATCTTATATTTTATAAATATGAGATAATAGTGTTCATATTGTGACTTATATAAAAATTTTAATGTTAATACCATATTTATATTATATTTTATAAATATAATAATGATCACATAATCTTTTTTATGTTAACTGAAGATGTTAAATTATATAAATCAGAAAATATAAGATAAACATGGTATTAATAGTATTGGTATAATTACATATAAATTGATAATCATGTATACCATCCCATGAAATTACATAAATAGTTCCATATGATATGAAAGTGTGCAGTAAATAATGAAGTAGGTTATATAATCCATAAAACAATTTAAAAACTATAAAAATTATATTTTTGTATTATTATCTATATATAATTATAAGAAAATAGATGAAGGGTAAGAAAGTTGGAAATAATCCTATAATTATACTCTGATTTATATTTATTCCTATTTCATCCGCATTATATAATTTATATTGAAATCGTTCATGGGGTCTTCATCTCTCTATCAAAGATTTATTAAAATATTCATAAAAGTAATGCTATATGTGGACGATTAATGTTATATAATAATATGGATAATGTACACTTGCATATAAAATTTATATATTTCAATCATATAACTTATATTGAAAACATTCATGGGTTGATGTACATATGATTAAGATTTATGACTTTATTATCTATTATATATGAATAGTTAATGGGATGATATAATAAAATCATAAATTATAAATACACTTACAAAATTCACAATTTTGTAATGGAAAGTTTTTGAGAAGGTTGAGCTACAAAATATCCACCTTTACATTCTAATAACTATTATCAATAATAGGTATGGTATAAGAATAAGAAAGTAAGATACCCAAACGATATAGATGAAAATTTATTAATGATTATGAAGTTGTAAAAATATTATATTATAAAGAATTTTATCTTATATTAAAAGATTTCATAGATTTATTCAATATAGAATATATAATAATTTCTTTTATAAATGGAAAAGTTTAACGTAAGAAAAAATAATTCCTTAAAAATATAAATTCCTTATAATAGGGACATTGTGGCTAACTCTTTATATATTAATATAACATTATATCTTTTATTTATCATAAATTCCGCATGACTTAACAAAATTTAAAATCATAAATTATTATAATAGTTTATAATATCATATTATCATTATCAAAATTTATAACTTCAACATCTTCGTCTCTTCGTTTCAAATTTTTTTTTCAACTTCGACCTCTATCTCGCTTCGCTATCTCGCCCTCTTGCAGAGCCGCAGGCGAGATCGCTATCTCACTTCGTTATCTCGCTTGCGCTATCTCACTTCGTTCTGCAAGAACAAAGAGAAAGAACAAAGAGGAAGATAAAATATTTTTCCCAACTTCGACCTCTTCAAAATATTTTTCCCAACTTCGACCTCCTCGAAAAAATTTTTCCCAACTTTGACCTCTTCAAAATATTTTTCCCAACTTCGACCTCCTCGAAAAAATTTTTCCCAACTTCGACCTCCTCGAAAAAAACTATTCGCAACTTTACAAAATTATTCATTTTGTAATATACAGTATTGATTTATATACTAAATAATGTAATATATGCTTTATTACATCATCTCACCATTATTATATATTATATAATATATATAATAATAATTTATATATATAACATAATATAATATATCAACTACAGAATATAAATTATAATTATAAACTATTATATAATTATATATCTATCTATAAGATAACTATAAAATATTATATAACTATAAGATAATTATATAACTATAAGATATTATATAACTATAAAGATAATTATATAATCTATAAGATAATTATATAACTATAAAGATAATTATATAATCTATAAAGATAATTATATAACTATAAAGATAATTATATAATCTATAAAGATAATTATATAACTATAAAGATAATTATATAATCTATAAGATAATTATATAACTATAAAGATAATTATATAATCTATAAATAATTGTATAACTATAACATAATTATAATCTATAAAGATAATTATATAACTATAAAGATAATTATATAATCTATAAGATAATTATATAACTATAAAGATAATTATATAATCTATAAGATAATTATATAACTATAAAGATAATTATATAATCTATAAATAATTGTATAACTATAACATAATTATAATCTATAAAGATAATTATATAACTATAAAGATAATTATAATCTATAAAGATAATTATATAACTATAAAGATAATTATATAATCTATAAATAATTGTATAACTATAACATAATTATAATCTATAAGGACAATTATATAATTTATAAAGATAATTATATAATCTATAAGGACAATTATATAATCTATAAGGACAATTATATAATCTATAAAGATAATTATATAATCTATAAGATAATTATATAACTATAAAGATAATTATATAATCTATAAGATAATTATATAATCTATAAGATAATTATATAACTATAAAGATAATTATATAATCTATAAGATAATTATATAATCTATAAAATAATTATATAATCTATAAGATAATTATATAACTTAATGTAAAATGTTATAAAGCAACACAATATGCATTCGTGATTACGTTAAATTTAACATTTTAACACATTAGTAGTATAAAATATAACAGTTGTGTTATATTTATGTAAAATAAATGAACAATGACGAAGTTGAGAAGATGAAAAGAATAATTATAAAAAATTTTTTATTCCATCTTTTAACTTTGTCCTCCTCCAAAATCGACGCGATGAAAACTCTTGAGAAAGTTACAAAATTTATATTTTCCATCATTTTAGTATTAAATTTTGTATTATATTATAATTATACATGAAATGAATGAACGAGGAGGAAGTTGAGAAGATGAAAAGAATAATTATAAAAAATTTTTTATTCCACCTTTTAACTTTGTCCTCCTCCAAAATTGAAACGATGAAAACTCTTGAGAAAGTTACAAAACTTATATTTATCTATATTTTAATACTAAAATTTTTATTATATTATATTTATAGAGGAAGTCAAGACGATGAAAAGAATAATTATAAAAAATTTTTTATTCCACCTTAACTTTGTCATCCTCCAAAATTGGAACGGTGAAAACTTTTGAGAAAGTTACCAAACTTATATCTATCTATATTTTAATACTAAAATTTTTATTATATTATATTTATATAATTCTTTATATTGAGAAGATGAAAAGAATAATTATAAAAAGTTTTTAATTCCATCTTCTAACTTTGTCATCCTCCGAAATCGAGACGATAAAAACTCTTGAGAAAGTTATAAAACTTATATTTATATATATATATTTAATATGAAATAAACTAATTGAAGGATAGGAAAGTTAAGAAGATGGAATTAAAATTTTTGTAATTATTCTTTTCATCTTCTCAATATAAAGAATTATATATATTATATTGATAAATTATAAATGCATATTTTGTCCCAGTATTGACCATATAAAGTAATGTAGATTGAGATTATGAAGAATAAAAAGACAAAAATTCTCCTATTTATATTATGTTAATTATTTTTTTAAACTGTTTTCTATAATTTTATTAATTCACTTTGTTACAATTTGTAAACTATATTTGTTCTCATTATCACATTATGGAATCATATTTTATTTTGATGTATACCACCCTATGAAATAAAAATTATATGTTGGTTGGACATTGTAATCAATACCATATTTACATCATATAAGTACATCATGATAAAATTATGAGACATTATAAAGTTATGGAATAGGATTATAAAATAATAGAAGGATAGCAAAGTTGAAACTGTGAAATGCGAATATACATATCATTAAAATGTTAATTTTAATAATGTAATTTATAGTTTAATGATCTCTTTATCCCGCATATTCATCCAGTCTCTCTTGCAGAACGAAGTGAGAATTGATTATAATCTTTAAATAAAGGAGAATATAATATTGATAGTAGTACCTATAAAATTATATATTTCATCTCCATGTGTACCACCACACCATGAAAAATATATAGTTATGATGTTAGAAGTAATTTAAAAACATATAGTTAATGATATACTTTAAATTTATATTGCTTATGGTTCATTGTATCGAAACATATAATTATATAACAAATTAATAGGAAGTTATATAATCATTATTGATATTATGACAGATACCATAATAGTTATCACGTTTATAATTTAATGAATTTGCTATAAAAATTCTATTTATATTAAATGGATGAAAATATTTCTTTGTTGGAGTCATTACCAATTGAAACATTAACTGAAGTATTATTGAATTTCAATATACGATTATTACAATCATTATGTTTAAGTAGTAAAAGGATATCGGAAATCTGTAATGAGGATGATGAATATTTATGGAAAGAAAATTAAATAGAGAATATTCAAATTTAGGATATAAGGATATATATTTAATGATAAAAAGTGTATATAATTTATTTATTATATCAGCTACATCTATATGTAAGATTGATAAATATGAAAATTTGGCATTTATTAAGAAAGATAAGAAAATTAATATGGTATATTATGGAGGAGGTACACTTGAAGGATATTATACTATTATTCCAGATATCATATTTAAGAATTTTGGAAGTATAATAGCAAGTTACAACGTAAACAGAGATAATTTACTTTCCTTGGTTGAACAAAAAGATGAAAAGATAATCAAAAGGTTGGAAGTTAGAACACAATTTCCAGATGATATGACAATATCTCATATAATAGATCAGAATAGAGGTAAAATTTTAACATTTAATAACTTATTTGAAGTGGGTAGCTATATATCCATGTTAGAAAATGAATATTATATTATTAATGACAACACTGACTATGATAGTATATCAGTTTATTCTTTGAAAAATTTGGGGTTAGTGAATACATTTGAATATATCAATAGGAAGCTGGTATTAACATAATTATAAAATGATTTTTTTATAATAATTAGTACGAAAGGAAATGATAAGAGTTGGAACTATAACGTATAAAGGAGGTAAGAAGATTCCCAAAATAGAAGGATTTACTACGATAGAAGTCTTAACTAAGTCTAGTAAATATGGAGAATTAGGACCATATGTGCTAAAGAATGAGAATGCTATGATTATGGAAAATATTTGGCAGTTTGGTAAAATATATAAGAAGGTTCCAAGAAGTATACAAAGATACAGTCAATATGATAAAACAATTATTTGGGATTGGCCAGAGGAGGAACACATTGATGGTAATGGTAATATTTTACCGGCATATTGGAATTGGAGATATAAAGGTATGATGTGCGATAACGCCGTTAGATATCCGGTTGGTAAACCCCATACATCTTCTTGTATAGGATATCTACAATATCAAGCAGATAATAATGGAAATATTATATGTAGTAGATTATTAAATTATATAGAAGCAAGAAAGGAAGTATATTATAAAGTGTACGTAGACTTGGTAAGAAGAGAAAAGAAATATGAGGAGTTGAGAGAAAGATTGAACAAAGGAGAAAATTTATTAATAGTTGAGGTTGATGGTCCAAGAGAAGAATCTATGTCGTATTATAAGGAGAAATATGGAGTTAATGATAATTGGATACAAAATAACACAATATTGGTCAATGAAGAAAATATGAAAATACTGTTAAATGATCCAAGACATGCATTTGGACATGGTTATTGTCTGGCAATGTCATTACTTAATATGCAACCTTCATAAATTATAATTGTATTCTGAGTTTATTGTACAATTAATATAATAGAGATAATAGATTAGAAATCTTAAGATGTTTACTATATACCACAACTAAGAGATATAATCTTTGTAAATGTTTCTGCATATTACAAATTGGACATTCTATCATCATCACAAGAAATAACATATAATAATAAAAGTATTTCTTTTTTATAAGATCTTGATTTTAATACTATATCTAATAAGGATTCACAATCCATATGATATATTAATTCTGATAAGTATTACTTATCAAAAGGATTTAGAAAGTGCAAATTATTCTTTATCATACTATTAAGGTAATATTAGTAAAATAAAAATCCATGTTGCACTTTTTTCATTGTTATAATATAATATCTTTTTTATTTAATATATAATATAATATTAAATGAAATTTCATAAAGTATAGTTGCGTAATGAGATTATATTATTATATAATAAAACAAAAGAACAATGGCAAGTTATGATATTGTGCAATCATTAATGGACGATACGGCATTTAGAAGAGTGATATCAACCACATCTACATTACAAATAACAACAATGGTAATAGATATTGGTGGTGAAATTGGATGGGAAATTCATCCAAATACAGATCAGATGATATATGTAATAGAAGGAACAGCGTTGGGGATGATAGGAGATAATGATTTTAATTTATATACAGGAAGTATGTTAGTAATACCTAGAGGATCAAATCACAATGTGACAAATGTTGGGAATAATGTGTTAAAGCTTATGAGTGTTTATTCGAATCAACTGCATCCAGTTGATGAAGTTCAACAAGATAATTCAGTGTACGAACAAGAAGAGGAAAATTATTAAACATACTATTATTTAGATAATATTAATTATGATTTTATATTTATAAATATGAATATAGGGATAATATTCTATAATTATGGAATATTATAGTTATAGATATATAAGATTATCCCCAATTAACAGTGATAACTAGATCACCAGGATTACATCTGCATCCAAAATCACAACCTCCATCGCAAACATATCTGGATGTGGTTTTGTATCCTAAATTATTTAATTCTTTACATAAGGTATCAACTTCTTCTGTGGATAGCGAAGGTCCAGATCTATTTCCAGATACTTGTAAATCAACATGAAATTTTCCATTTCTTGAAGCATCTTGAACTTTATGAGCAAGATGTCTATCCATAAAGTTCTTAACTGTCTGTGCTTTTAATTCTTGTGCGGTTTGCATTATTATATTCTCTTGTTTAGCTTTCTTTCTATTTTCATAATTTTAAATTTTATAAATTCAATTTTATTAATTTAAAGACAAGTAATATATAATCTATAATTTATATAATCTATAATCTTTATAATCTATAATCTATAAGACAATTATATAATTATCTTTATAGATTATATAATCTATAAGGACAATTATATAATCTATAAAGATAATTATATAATTTATAGATTATATAATTCTATAATCTATAAAGATAATTATATAATCTATAAAGATAATTCTATAATCTATAAAGATAATTCTATAATCTATAAAGATAATTCTATAATCTATAAGGACAATTATATAATTTATAAAGATAATTATATAATCTATAAGGACAATTATATAATCTATAAGGACAATTATATAATCTATAAAGATAATTATATAATTTATAAAGATAATTATATAATCTATAAGGACAATTATATAATCTATAAAGATAATTATATAATTTATAAAGATAATTATATAATCTATAAGGACAATTATATAATCTATAAAGACAATTATATAATCTATATAATCTATGGGACAATTATATAATCTATAAAGACAATTATATAATCTATATAATCTATGGGACAATTATATAATCTATAAAGACAATTATATAATCTATAAAGATAATTATATAATTTATAAAGATAATTATATAATCTATATAATCTATAAGATAATTATATAATCTATAAAGACAATTATATAATCTATAAAGACAATTATATAATCTATAATAACAATTCTATAAGATAATTATATAATCTATATAATCTATAAGACAATTATATAATCTATAATCTACAATCCATAAAGATAATTATATAATCTATAAAGACAATTATATAATCTATAAAGATAATTATATAATCTATAAGGACAATTATATAATCTATAATAACAATTCTATAAGATAATTATATAGACAATTATATAATCTATAGGAATAATTGTGATAATTCTTACTAATTAGATATCATTATATTAATAATATCTATTAGAATACAATACATTAATTTGGCTGAGTGGATTCGGATGTGATAATGGCCCCATTCTTATCTGCTATACCAACAATGACTTTCATAGAATTTTCCCAAGAGGCGCGCTCCCGAACAGGTTTATCCGACACGAAGAACCAACATCTATCCTTCTTTCTAAATTCAATCATTTCATGAGTTGTGGTCTCCTTCTTTTCATTTCCAAATAGGTCAGTCTCTACAACCTTAGCTCTATTAGGCTTAGGTTTTTCTCCTTCCACCCAAACAACCTTATAATTAATATATTTGTTCTTGCTTTGATCATGTTTTAATATACGAAGCCCAACATAAGGATCTAATACTCTATCATGATAATACAATCTATATTTAGGGGTGACATTTGCCAGACATGATTCCGGTAAAGAAGAAGGAGATGGAGATAAGCCTTTAGCACTGCCAGGTGAAGGTGCAATATATGTCTTTGCACCATTTTGCTTGAATGTACCGTATGGGCTATATGCACCGTTTACGCCATTATTTCCCTCACTATTATAAGTTTCTAGATTAGTGATAATATTGTTAACGGTTTGTGACAACGAATTAATTAAGTTTGCTTGATCGAATTGTTGAGGAGATTTGGTTATAAGGTTATTATAATGTTGATATAGGGTTTGTTGCACAGTACCTAAATCGGATATACTCTTGAATAAGGCGTCCATTCTTAAGGGAGAGCAATATTTTTATTTATGCATCCTATTTATTTATTATCATTTTTCCTCCATTATTTTACTTAAATAGCTAATATAATAATAATAACATTCATACTGATTATGCGTCATAAATTATAGAGTTAATAATAATATATAAAGAAAGTATAGAAATAGTATGTCCACCGTCAGTTGAATTTATATTTATTTTGTTGATTTAACTATGTACGTCTAACTGGAAAGTCAGTATAGAATTATATGATATGTTCAACAGTCAAATTTGTGTAAATAATATTCTGTTATTCCAAAACGATAAATTTAGTAACTGTAATATTTAGGTCATAGTCGTTCTCTTATAATCATTTAATATATATATAATTGATTAGTTATTTAAATTTAACTGGGGTTTGACAATGGAAGACATAACTAATTATATAATATTTAATATATTAGATGATAAACATAGAACAATTTTTAAATTAGTAAGTAAAAATATAATAATAAAATAAAAGAAAATATAAGTTTGGATGGATTAGTTAGTTGGGGAAATGTGGATTTAATAAAATCTATATTTCAATATTTTGATCATGAGGATATTGATAAATTACAAAAGTTATCTTGTAAATATGGAAATGGAGAATTAATGGAATATTTAAATGCTAAGGGATATGGATTTCATAGATCTCATATATGCACTCTCTTTAAATATGGACATAAGGAACTTATTGATAAATGGTGTGATAATAAAAATATAAAGGAAAATGCGGAATATTATAGTGCAGATGCAGCAAGATCTAATTTATTATCATATCTGTATAACAAAAATTCTTTATATATAGATTCCTTAACGTTTTATTATGCTGCTAAAAGTGGAAGAAAAGAAAATTTAGACTTGTTATTTAATATTGCAGGCCGTGAAGCATATATACTTAGATAAAATAATGAATGGATGTGTAGAAAGTGGTAAATTACATATTACATTTGTATACGATAAATTTAGTACATGGGTAAATCTTACTCCTGGACATTTTCATATGGCATTGAAGGATGGAAAGTTAGACATAATAAAATGGTTACATAATGTAAAATGTCAGACTAACGAATATACATATAGATTTATTGATAAGGTTAAAGATGAGAATATATTACTTTGGTTAACTTCAAATGGTTATCTATAATATATTTAATTTTTATTTATATAAATAAAAATGGAAGGGTTGCCAACAGATATAAATTCTGAATTATTTTCATTATTAGATATAGACACCATAATGAAATTATCAAAGACAAATAAACAATGGAATATAATATCCAAAGATAGAAGATATTGGTTAAATTATATAAATATAGTTCATGGAGATAGATATGTAATTGATATTCCTGTGGTAAATAATTATATAGAATGGTATTATAACTTTATTAATAAATATAATCCTCAGTATAATATATATATAAAGATTAATGTATATGAGAATATTACATATGGGGATATGGCTAAGATTGTTTATGATAGTGCTGGATACGATAAAGAAATTTTAGGATTTGATGTTAATAATATTTATTACAAAGATAATAATAATTATATAACATTATATTATAAGTTTAATAATGATTCTAAGATAAGTATTAATGAATTTAATAATAGATATAAAGATTTATTTGGGAATAATATTATAAAGTTGAATGAGAATATGGATATAAATGTTAATGTTGATTGGATAGTTACAGATAAAACATTAGCATTGAAATCCTTGTCTAATCATATAATTAATCGTGATAAGGTGGGTAATGATGATATATATTATGTGGATGTAGCTATTAGTTATACCTTTGATGATAATTCTGAATTTATATATGAAGAATTTTTTAATGATATGGATTCTTATGACTTTAATAATATGAGAAATTAATATTAATTATACAATCAAACATATGTTTGATTATATAGAACTAGATAAGTATTCAATATTTTAATGAACTCGAATATTCTTCCATATATTTGTTATATGTCCTTCATTTTATCATATATATTTATAGCTTTATAAAAGCTATAAGAATAATTATTATAATATAAATTAAGGAATGATGGTATCGCAATAGGGGACGACAAGGGATGGAGTTAAGCAACGAGGATGTAATTGAAGAAGGGAAGAATCTGGTTCGCCAAGTCTATATTTCTTTGCTTTGAAAATGGTAGAGGTATAATCTAAACTACCAGTAGGTCCATAATATGGACCATTAAAATTCCATTCCACCATAAAATTACTAAAGGTGTCATAGAGAATTTCAGAGCTAGCACGAATACCACAATTTCCAGCATCTAAAACATTTCCATTACTTTTACTAAGGAGACGGACCTCGGGAAGACCACTGTTTGCATTTTTAACGGTACCCCAAGCATAGCCATATCGTTTAGAAATATTTCTATATTCTCCGACTTGATAACCATAATTGTGAGGATCAAACCCACATTTACCAGAGATAGCAGTATATCCATCTGCCATTACATAGGTTCCATTATTTGTCACCCAATATTGGGCACTATTATTAAAATTTACATAAATAACTTTACTGGCTGGACTAACGGCAAAAACTGCATCAGTTTCAACTACAATACTTGGGTACATATAATTCTTGAGCCAGACGGTGCCCCAAACTGTATGTGCCGTAGCCCAACCTTCATATGGAGCATAATCGGGATCTTGGGTAAGAAGGTTAAAATATACACTGCTTGCGTCAAAATCATATGCTGATACTAAACCGATAACCACTGCTAACACAATAATTCCCTTCATTTCTATATTTCTTATATCTCTAATCGTTTTCTATCCATATTTTTGTATTTGTGTGTCATATTTTCCTAAAATTTTAGAAAAATATTAAAATTACATATCAAAAATATGATAGATAATAGTATATTTAAATAAAACGATATAAAATATAAATATTTATATGAAAATATAGGATATTTGGATAAGAAATGAATAAGGAGAAGAAGGAAAAGAAGGAGAAGAAAAATAAAAAAAATGATGCATAGAAAAGAAAGAGATCACAAATAATGTCGTGCATAGATTTATTAGGAGTACCATTTAGATATTGTATAATCAATGAGAATGGAAATGATGCCACCGGAGAATTCTCTATTTTCTTAGATAGAATCTTCCGCAGAAACAGACCGTTTAGAACAGTTGCCGGCGCAATAAGGGCTAGACTAAATGACCCTGGCATTCCTCCTGACAGAAAGGTTCAAGCAACTTTAACTAGTGATATAACTGAAGGAGGTAACGTACAAATTCCTAGAAATTTTGTCCTCGCATCTGGCGATAATATAACTGGCTCCTATAATGTTGGATTAGTTAGAAGATGGACTGTAAACGGAAACATAAGCTCCGTTTTAACATCATTTGCATCCATACACATTATAGCCAATAACTATAATGCTAATGGAGGATGTGTATATATGGTTCTTCCTAGTAGAATGGAGCTAAGAGGACAATTAATTAATACCAGAGGAGAAAATAAAAATAAAAATAAAGCAACGTTGACAATAGATGGTAAGGCAGATGTTCGAATTGATGACTTAACATTGATAGGAGATGCCGCAGTAGAAGTTAAATCTGGATCTCTTGAAGTAAATGGAGGACAAGTAACCATTATTAAAGAAATACCTATTACAAGAACACCAATTCAAATATCTAAGGATGCCTCAGTCGTCATAATTAAAACTAATCTTCAATATGAAACTCAAGATTTAACTCCATTATTCTACGTAGAAGGAGAACTACGTAGTACCAAAAGCGAATATACATCCAATTCTAATTTTGTATTTCATGATTCCCACTCTCCCAATATATATCATATGCAAGATATTTTAGATATCAATGATGGCGTCAAAGATATCGTACGCGGAAAACAAAATAAAGTTAAATATATTAATGTGGTAAACAAGGCAGATAATTCACAATTGATTAATACTAATACAGCACAATATAGTTTCTTCCTGGATAATGGAGATATAGTTTCTTCTTCTAATTAAATATTAATATATAGTTAAATATAATAATGCGGAAAATAGCAGTGTAATAAATATTATCTCAATATATGATATTAAGATAATATCATAGATAAATTATATAATGTTAAATAAAATGACTAATTGTCGCACACAAGATCCTGACGTAGTATACGCCGTATCTGAAATAGGAAATGACTCTACCGGTAGATCTGCATTTACAGCAAGAATATATGATGGATTAACACCATCATTATATGTAGCATTGGAGCCATTTAGAACAGTACAAGAAGTTATTAGAGTATTCAATGATATGAAAGATAGATTTTTATCCATAAGAACAGGAGAAATAATCTTTTTAACAGATATAACAGAAAACACCAATAGTCCTATATTTTTACCAGAATCCCTATATTTACAAAGTGGACTTCCAAATTTTCCAGTACAAATAAGAACTTGGACAATAACTGGATCATATGATAATAATATATTACATCTTGAACATACCAGATTAAATGGTATTAGAATAAATGTACAAAGATATGTAATTGAACATGGATGTCTTGCAACTTCTTCTGGTGGAGGTATATCAGTTACATCTAATAATAGAGGAGGGGCGACGAAGGATTATGGTATAGTAATAAAGAATAAGGCTAATGTAAATTTAGAATATCTTTCTGTAATGGGAGATAAGTGCATAGATATTAAATCTGGTTCTCTTAACATAAAAGATGGAGAACTATATATAAATTCTGTTGGTACTGCATCTGCCATCCTCATAGAAAATGAAGGTAAAATGTTAGTTAAAAATAGTGATGTAACCATTGATAATGATAATGATAAGAAGGTTATATTTGAGGTTTATGGATCATTGGATAGCAATAATTCTGAATATGTATCGGAGGATGTATTTTTATTTCATAATTCTCATAGTGGAAATGTTTATCACAATGAAGATATATTAGATATTCCTTCCCGAGTGTCTGATAAAACTGATAATTCCACCACTAGAAGTCATTATATTGATACTATATTTAAGGGAAATAATACTATGTTAGCCAATAAAAATAATGATATTTATTCTATATTTACGACAAATGGAAAAATATTAACGTCTGGAGGTGTCAATGATAAGAAAATTAATAATGAAAATACTGAGGATGAAGAGGACGGAAGTGTTGTTACCATTGTGTAAAATAAAAAAATATTAATTATACTAACGTATAATTAATATATTATACTATATGAAAGAAGAATATAAAGATAATATATGAAAAAGTGTGAATAATATAATGAGTAGACTATTGAAATATTAAAAATAAAAAGTGAAATTAATATTTTATAGAATAAAATAAAGATGTCTAATTGTCAAGAGATCCAATTACAACCAGAAATTTATTTTGCTATCAGTGCTACCGGGAATGACTCTACTGCAGTAGAATCGAAGGATTATACAGTAGCAGCCAAGCGTCCTTTTCGTTCTTTGAATTCTATTGTTGATAGATTTAATAAATTAAAACAGGAAAGTGGAAATTCATCCCTCGTTGGTGAAGTTGTATTTCTTACTGATATTGACGCACCTCGAAGCGTTGATATACCCAATAATCTATTTTTTAGGGCTGGAGATGCATCAGGTGCTCCAATTTCCGGTAATATTAATGTCCGCAGAAAGTTGATATTTACTGGTTCATCTGTATATTCTCGTCGTTCTATTACATTCAGATCAACTAATGTTGATTCTTTGACTATTATTGCCGGACAAGTTCAGTTATTATCATCTTGTTTTAATAGTAATAATTCAGAAGTTATCATAGAACCTCTGCTACTAAGAGGTGATGAAACCTCCGATGGTTATGTCACCCGCATGCAAGAGAATAATAATACTCAAACTAGACTTAATGTGCAAGAGAATAATAATACTCAAACTAGACTTAATGTGCAAGAGAATAATAATACTCAAACTAGACTTAATGTGCAAGAGAATAATAATACTCAAACTAGACTAACTAGACAAAATGTTAGAGAAGATAAACTTAATAATAATAATAATAATAATAATAATGTGGGAACTAGACCAAGAAATGCAAACCAAGAAGAAAATATAGCTGTAAATAATTATGGTCTTATATTAGATGGGGGTTCCAATATGGAAATACAATCTTTAACGTTAAATAATACCAAAGCACGACTCGTCCGTGGCACACTTAATATTTTTAATGGTACTTTAGATATACGACAAACTATAAGAAATCAAGCATTTGAGGCTGCCGTTAGGATTGAAAATGACGGTGCATTAAATTTAAAGGACTCCGTGGTAAATTATGAAACTTCCACTAATACAACCCTATTCAATGTATATGGATCCTTAAATAGTAAACGAACCGAATATCATTCAGAGTCAAAGTTCGCGTTCCATGATTCACACAGTGATAACTCTTATCATTACTTTGATATTATCGATGTTCCCGATTCTGTATTTGATAGAATTGACAATGAAGAAAATAAACTTCATTATATTAGTACCATAATTAATAATGATAAATCTAAGTTAATTAATCCAAATGCGGCATATTATTCATTCTTCACTGAAGATGGCAAAATAATTTCATCCGAAAATTATAATGATAATGGTAATGGCAACGATAATGGAAACGATAATGATAATGGAAATGGCAACGGCAATGATAATGGAAATGGTAATGGTAATGATAATGGTAATGATAATGGAAATGGCAACGGCAATGATAATGGAAATGGAAACGGTAATGATAATGGAAATGGTAATGATAATGGAAATGGAAATGGAAATGGAAATGGAGGATGTGGATGCGGAGGTCGCAATAACAATATAATTGGATATAATAATGAATTAGATGGGAATAATGGAAATAGAGATAATGGAAATAGAGACAATAGAAATAAAGATGGGGTCAAAGTTATTAGAAATAAAGATGTTGCACAGTATACAATTGGTGTTAATGATGATAGAGTAATAGCTAGAGATGTGGGCGTATTAACATTAACATTTATGCCAAGTTTAACAGAAAGATATGTGGAAGTAGTATTAAGAAGAGTTAAGAAATTAAACTTAAAGGGTAATGTAGCATCAACGGTAGATCCAAAGATTGGTGAGAAGAGAGCGGTATTACTATTTAGATATGATGTATCTACAGATAGATGGACTTATGTTCCTAAGGAGGGTTAATGGAGTTAAATATTAATATTTGAGTACTTATAGAAAATAAATTTATTTTCTATTTAATATAAATGGAGAGTAATTATAATTTACTTGAGACGCTCCCACCTGAAATATTAATTAATAATATTTTTACTAATCTATCAATATATAAATTATTAAATTTATGTCAATCATCGGATAATATAAATAATATATGCCTAGATGATAATACTTGGTATATTTTAACGAAAAATAAATATGCTGATTTTGAGATTAATAAAACTGATGATATTACTTGGTATGATTATTATACTATGTTATCAACTGTAAATTTGCAAATCATATATAATGGGGATTATATTGGTGATACTATATTAGATAAATCCCAGGATATTGAAATAGGATATATATATGATGACATAAGATACAAATTAGGAGATACAAACTTTTATTTTATATTATCATATGGTAGAGTTCCATTAATGGTTTACAATAATAATAAATTTTTATTCGAAGATACTGAGAAAAAAATGGAATATCCTATTACACATGTTTTGGTAATAACAGATCCCATAGTCATTAAAAAGATTCAAAATTTAAATATTAGTTTGGGAAGAATTAATAAAAAGACAGTATTAAGGTATGATGCACTAAGAGAAAATTATTATAATATGTTTTCTAAATGGAGGAAAATTCTATTGAAAATTATGGATACATGTCTATACTCCCCAAAAGGAAATCCTCCTATATATGGTGTTAGTGATGAAAATATGGATAATATTTTTATTATAAGCTATTTAGATTCTAGACATAAGAGGACACCTGGTGGTATGATAAGATCAGAATATAGTAAACCAATACTAATATGCAATAATCGCAATAATATTGCTGATTTAATAAATATATATCATAATTTATATACGAAAGACTTTCGGGAAAACAATATCCAATCTTTGGATGAACTATGCGAAATGATTTTAAATAAATTAAAAGAATATAATCATGTCATTGTATATCCCATATTAAAAGATGAATTAATTTGGTAATATAATACTAATTAACATCATATCATAAAATCAATAACTATATATAATAATTATATGATTATCGTATTATATACCATAATATTATGAGTTCCACATATAAAATATGTTTAATACTATTTTATTAATTATGGTAAATTAATATCTATATCGATAGTTTATTGATCATATACAGGACCATATAATTATAATGGTAATATCAATCTTGATTTTATTATCTATATAATTTATTATATATATAAATTATTACAATAAACAAATAAGTTGATATAATTAAAGGGGAATATGAATAATATTCTGTTAATAGGAGGTGGCATAACCTCCTTATATTTAGCATACAAACTATCTGAAAATAGAAAGTATAAAATAACAATAATAGAAAAGGAGGATAGATTAGGAGGTAGAATATACAGCAAATATTCTAACGTAGCAGGACAAACATTAGAATTTGGAGCGATGAGATTTAGTAAGTCTAAACATATACTTATATATGATTTATGTAAAGATTTATCTCTAAGTATAAAAAATTTTGATTATAAACATGGAGAAGAAATTCAATATATTAAATACGTACTACAAAGTCTAGATAATATACCTAGGGAGAATAAGGAAGGAAAACTATTTAGGGATGTAGTAAAAACATTTATGACGGAAGAACAAATAAATTATATGTGTAAAATTTCTGGTTATTATTCATATTTATCTGATCCTCAGATAGGATATGATAGTGTTTATGAGGATTTAACATCTTTAATTTGTACGGATTGGTTTACTATAACAGAGGGGGTGCAATCATTAATTACGACATTATATCATATTATATCAGAGAGAGGAGTGATAGTTCTTAGAAATGTAGATTATGAAATTGTAAAAAATAAAATAAGAAGAAATTATGATTTAATATTTGATTGTCGTCCTTATAATACTAAATATAATATGCCTATGAAAAAATATGAAGCAGCAAAAGTCTTCCTTAAAACTGATAGTAAAATAGAAAATGTTAGAAAGACATTTGAAAATGGATCAATATATTATATGAAAGATGGTATTGTAATGTATTATATATTAGATGGAAATGTTTTAAGAAAATTAAAATATTTAAATATGGAGGATAAATGGCTAAATATAAATGGTAACAAGGATAACAATATAAAGGAAATTATTGATAGTATAGAAGATGATATAAGATGTAGTGTTAAATTTATGGTATATAAATATTGGAAAAATTATATAACTATGTGGGATAAAAATCCAAATATACCGTATATAAAGTTATCAGATAAATTTTATTTAGTGAATAACGATTATAGTAAAGGTCAGGGATGGATTGAGGGAAGTTTAGATGCGATTAATTGTTTGCTATCCAATGAAAATTTGAATTTATCTCTAAACTCTAAATTATAATTATTTTATATATTATGTTAATATATAAATATTATATTGTGGTTATATAATTATACAACCACAATATAAAGATAATTATATAATTATATAATTATACAACCACAATATAAAGATAATTATATAATTATATAATTATAGTTATATAATATGAAGATAAGGGTAATGTATAAAGATAAAGATAGTTATATAATTATATAGTTATATAATATAAAGATAAGGATAATGTGTGAAGATAAAGATAATTATATAATTATAGTTATATAATATAAAGATAAGGATAATGTATAAAGATAAAGATAGTTATATAATTATATAACTATAATATAAAGATAAAACTATAATATAAAGATAAAGATAATTATATAGTTATATAAGTATAATATAAAGATAAATATAATGTATAGTTATATAAGTATAAAGATAAGTATAAAGATAATGATAAGGATAAATATAAATATAAATATAAATATAAATATAAATATAAATATAAAGATAATTATATAGTTATATAATCTATAAAATAGATTATATAATAGAAGATAGAGTTAAAACATTTATATTAGTCTCTATACCAACCCCAATCAAAATCATCCATGCAATCACAATATTTAATACATCCACAACTGAAACGTTCATCTGCATCACATAGTTTTCCCATATCATATTGATAAATACCATCTCCAATACGAACCAACAAAAGTCCATATTTATCGTGCTCTATATTATATTTATTTACCAACCATTGACCATCGTAGGTATCATGATCTGTTATAAACAATCTATATAATTTATTATAGATAGGAGAAGATCTACGTAATTTAAATTCCTTCTTACATCTTTTATTTTTATTTAATTGTTTTTCTCTCTTAGTAACATCAGTCTTACATTTCTGTTGTTTTCTATCTTTTCGATTATTTGTCATATTATATACATAATCCATGGCGATATTTAAATGATCAACATCGTCATTACCCACAAACATTTGGCTATCATTGGAAAAGTCTTGCATTGTATTATACCGTTAATATATAACTCACATATATAGAATATTTTAAATTTTAAAATCAATTTAAAATATTTATTGGATTTAGAAGGTTACAGTGTATAAAGTTTTACTAGAAGCAGTACTAACTAGAGTTCCTAATTTAGATCCTGTCCAAACTAAAGAAACAGAGTCAGGACCTCGTAGACCTTCGAATGGAACCGGATCAAATATATCTAATCGATTCCAAGTTCCATTTTTGTTGATACGAGCGGCGGCATTTGTAATTGACATTAAAGCAAAGAGTTGTGTAGTGCCAGGAGCAATAGTAAGATCATCAACTCTATTATCATAACCAAGAGATAAATCGGTTCTAGTATATTGTAAACAAGAGGATGTTCGACAGAAGGCAGAAACACATCCAACATTACCATAAGCACCATTATTATATGAAAAACATAATGATCCATTGAGAGTTAAAGTTAAACCAGTAGGATAACCTGCCACAGGAATAACTAATTCGTTCCAATTATCATCATAACATACGATACTGCCAGAACGTACCATAGTAACACACAATCGTCCATTCAGAAGGTTATAAAGAACCTTTTCTGGGCCATTATAAGAGACATTAACAAATCGTAGATCTGTGGTTAAATTTTCAGTATTTAATGGATATACAACTAATTTGTTTGCATTGGATAAGGTAACATAAACATTACCATCAGGAGCGACTGATAAATAATTAGGCAAAGTTTCGCCATCAAAATGTTGAGTTTGGACGGAATTATCAGAGGGATCATAGACAGACAAGGCTTGTGAATATGAACTGATAAAATGGAATCTTCCTGAATAATCTTGTAAAGCGGAGGTAGGATAGAATTCATCGCCAGGAAGTTGATAAGTAACGCTGCTATTAGTAGCTGGACAATATTTAACAATCTGGTTAAAAGTTGGATTAGCGACAATACCACAACCATCCAATGATAGTGATACAGTACCTAATCCATCCCCAGGATATACAGAGGGACCTAATTCGAACTTGCGAACAGTGAGTGCGGAAGCGGATAGTGCCAGAAATGAGAATATAACTAAGTTTCTCAATGAGTTGAAGTTCATTCTGCTTCTCTTTTTATTCCCTACATATTTTTTTAATAATATGTCATTTTTTTCATTTTGTGATTCTATATATATCTTCCTATATATTTTTCTTATTAAATATTAGAATTACATATTACATCCTTTTTATATAATAATCTTACATCATATCATGTTTAATACATAAAAGATTTCTTTTATTTTATATAATATTATATAAAATATATGTAAAAATTAAATTTTATAAAAAATATTGGACAAAACACTCCATAAAGAAAATTTAATATTTAATAAAAATACACATGAATATAGTTTGGATAATTACACGAGATCAACGCTTATACGATAATAATGTTTTACTATCCGCCATAAATAGATGTAATCAAGTTGGAGGAAAAATAATACCAGTTTTCATATTAAATCCAATACAAATATCAAAAGAAAATGAATTGTACAACAGCAAGGCCATTCAATTTTTAATCGAATCTCTTATAGAACTAGAAAAAGAAATACCAATAACATATTTTTATCAAATGAACATCAGAGATGTTTCCACATATCTCACCTCCCAGAATATCAAGGAAATATTTATAATGAAAGATTATACCCCATTTTCCCAATCTAGAATAAGTGATTTATCTTCCTCTGGCTTGGTTGTAAATCAAGTAGATGATATAACACTATATCCTTCCGGAACCTTTCCTATATTTAAGAAATTATCTCCATTTATCACTAATATAATATCCAAAGGAATCCCTCCTCCAAATAATATGCAAATAAACAAAAATATATTCTTAGGTTACAATAGGAGAATAAGTTTTAATAATATAATTAATGGAGGAATATCACAATGGTGGAATGAGTTATTACCAATCCCTAATAATGGTCAACATATTCATGCAGGAGATTTAAGTATTCTTTTACAAAAATTAAAGGGGAATATAGAAGGATATTCAAAAGATAGCAATAGAAAGAATGTGGGATATCCAAAAGTAAGTAGACTAAGTGCATTTTTAAAATTTGGATTACTTAGTATAAGACAAATTCATGATATAGTTAATAAATTAGATATTAATAAAGAAGATAAAGAAGCATTTACTAGAGAATTACTATTTAGGGATTTTTATTATAATATGGCATATCATGATGTAGATGGAGTATATTATCTTCCTAATTGGCAAGAACAAATAAAAGGATCAAGACCAAGATTTATAAGGATTGAACATTTACAAGAATGGAAAAAGATATCAGGAGATAATACACCAATAACACAAGATGACATGAATGATATAGAAAAAGCGAGAGGTATTGTTGATAAATGGATGAAAGGAGAGACTGAATATACTATTGTTAATGCTGGAATAAATGAATTAATAAAGACAGGATACATGTTAAATCGGGCTAGGATGATATGTGCATCGTATTTGTACAGAGATAATAATATATGGTGGAAATATGGAGAATGGTTTTATGCTATGAATTTGATAGATTATGATTGGACGATTAATGCATTAAATCATCAAAATATAGCAAAAGTGGGATTATATCCGAAATACACTCAAGATTTCTCTTTATCGACACAAGACAAAGGAAATGGAGTCTCTGTATATTATGATAAATATTCTCATTAATTTCTGCATTAATTTTAATAGAAAATAATAGATTTGCATAATTGATTATATAATATAAAAATTATATAATGTAAGGAGATAAGAGATAGATGGAAAGTGTACATGAAGTAAATATAAAAATAGGAGAATTTACATTAAAGTTTGGGAGAAAAAAAATAGAGGATACAATATATTGCATAATTAAAAGGTTCAAAGAATTAGAAAATAATAATATACTGGAGATAGTTTGTCCTCAATTAGATAATAAGGTTATATTTCAATGTTTAAATTTTTTATCGAATCTGGATGTATTGACAGGTGGATATCCTACTACAGTGATATTAAATAATACTTCCTACACTAATATTAAATTATATATAAATGTCCAAGGAGATAACATGTTTCCATATTATATATTAATTATATTAGAATATTTTTCTGGAAATATATCTTGCGATATATTGGCGTGTTTGTATATTTGTTGTGTACAACGAGGTATTAAAATAACAGATGCAACATTAATGAGATATATACAAAATGGCATTAAAGTGATTGTAAATGGAAATAAATTTAGAGAAAGTATGTTATGGTCATTATTAAAATGTCATATAGTTCATGAATATTTTTATATTAATAAAGAATGGAATGATATTATTGAGAAAAGTTTCGAGGGCAAGTTAGAATATAATATAGATGGATATTTACAATATATATATTATCCAAAAGATATAAATAGTAATATAAATAATATAATTAAAGATAAAGAAAAAAGTTTACAGATAAAATATAAATGTAAGTTGGATCTTTCAAATAAAGTAAATGGTAATAATATTCATTCTTATATAGAAGAGAAGAAAAGATGGGTTTCCATAGGAAAAAATGTTATTCTAGATAGTAATTGTCGTAATAATAAATATGAACTAAAATTAGAAAAAGGAACTGTAGAAATATTGGACGGATTTATTTGTTATAAACTATATTGTGATTATGCTGGATTAGGAAGGCCGAGTCATGTATTTATCGTTCCTGGGGATTTATTATATAATAAATTATTTAATCCTTCTATTGAGGAGGTATGTAACATATTTAGAGAAATGGTTCTAAATAGAAAATAAAATTGATTTATGATATATATTATAAATTATGTAAGATGGATTACTTATTCATACAATGTGGGACTATTAAAAAAAGATATGATATTAAAGTTAGGGAAAGGATAGATAGTATATTTCCACAATTATCTGAACTAGTTAAGGATAATATATTAGAACTACAATGTTTTAAATTACAAGACGAAGAAATTATGGAATGTATGGACTTTCTTCTCTCTATTATTCCAATCGAAGACTTAGATATTAGATATATTAATAAGAATAATTATATATTGTTACAAAATTATATATATTATTATTATAAGGAAACTCCAGGAAAATTTTGTCTTAATTTAATTATATTATTTGAATATTTTGTGGCTCAAATATCAATAAATACCATAATATGTTTAATGTCCATCGTTGGAAGGGACAATTTACAAATAATGGACGAAGTAGTTATTAAATATATTAATGATCATGTTAAATCTGTTAAATATATGAAAAAATTTCTTCCAGCAATCTTTAAAATTTTAGCATATAATGGAATACAAAGTTCTATGTGTGATCCTATCTATATAGATAAAAATTGGTTATGTAAAAATTTTAAACCGACAGATAAACTTGGAGGATATTATATACCAAAAAAGAAAAATTATCATATAACATATATATATAAGGATAATCACCAAGCATTAATGCATCATAGATGTGATGTGAAAGCAATTGATGATAATATATTTGGAATTACTTGTAAGATAGACGATGTTAAATATTGGGAGTATAAGAGGGAAGAATGTGAATTAATATTGATGGGATGTGATGTTGACTATATAATATCATATAAAGATTTAAATTGTATAAGTTTTGATATAATGTATGGATTAATTAATATTATGTATGAAGGGAAAGCATTAGGAATGGAAAATATAAAGAGTATGACATGTATAATAAATGGAAATGTATTATATAATAAATTATTTAATACAACTATTGATGATATATGTGAAATAATTTTAGACATTATAGATTGAAATTGATTTTATATTCATTGTTGTTAATATAACAACAATGGAAACATTAGTAATTAAATATGGAAAATATACAATAGAAATAAAGGATGTTATATATAAAGAATTATTTAAAATATTTCCAAATTTTGAAGGATTAGTTGATGTAAATAATATATTAGAAATGCAATGTTTTAAGTTGACAAATGAACAATTATTTACCTCTATTTGTGGAATATGTTGTTTAATAAATGAATATAAAGACTTAACAAATATTAAATTAGACGTTGATAAATATTCCTTTATAAAGTACATATTTTATGATAAAAATAAAAAAGATATAGTGTCCATAATATCGTGCGCTCATGAGGTTCTTATATTAATGGAATATTTTGCATGTGAAATATCACAAGATATCATATTTTGTCTTTATCATTGTTGCATAAAGGATGATATTAAATTAGATAATTCTGTGGTTTCGTATATAGAAGAAAAAGCAAAGTATATAATATGTAATGATAAGTATGAAAAGTATATGATATTAATGATAATAAGAAAATTTATGGTTTCTCAAATTGTTAAAGGTGATGATTTGATAAAGAAATTAAAAGAAGGGTTTATACAATGTGTGGAATATATAGATAATGACATCAGATATGTATATTATCCAAAAGAAGATAAAGATAATATCGAAAAGATAATATTATTGAATAAACATACCTTAAAATTTTCATATAAGCATAAATTTATGACTAACGGGATGATAGATTATAAAGCTGGAATTGATTATGGTGGATTATATACAATATTTAATGGAAGAAAATTATATACTAAACTTCAGGGGTTTAAAATACATATTTTTGGAGGAACTATGTCCTTTAATCTTGATAATGAGATTATATCTATAATATCAATAGATGAATTACATAGAATAGCATTTAATCCAACATTAGAAGAAGTTACGGAAATATTTAGAGATATTATTCTAAAATCATAATAAAATTGATTTTACATATATTATTATTATAAATATAATAACAATGGAAACTTTAATTATTAAATGTGGTCATGAAGAACTACAATATAAAGGTAATGATTACAAATTAGCAATCACGAGATTAGGGAATACATTCCCCAACTTTGAACAATTAATTGTACATAATATATTAGAATTAACATGTTTTAAATTATCGGATAAAGATCTTATAAATGGTATTAACTTTATTTGTATGAATTATAAAGATATATCTAAAGTTATAATAGACGATAATGCACCAAGTACAATTACATATTATCTCATGAACGATAAATACCTGAGTAAATCATTGCTTATATTATTTGAATATTTTTCTGCCAATGTACATAATAGCATCATACCATTTTTATATAGTATATGTGCCAAACATAATATAATAATAGATGATATAAATGTTAGAACGTATATAAAAGATAGAATTGAGAATATTGAGGAATATAATTATAATTTAAAATATTTAATATTAGAAAGACTATCTTTAGAATATGCCATATATAAGAAAGAAGATATTAATGGAAATTTGATCATAGGATTTAATGAGGTCATGGAATACGATAATGATAATGGATATAAATATGTATATTATCCTAAAGATAATAAATCCAATATAATAAGAATAGAAAGGAATAATAGATTTCATATCTATTATAAGAATAAAGTAAGTAAATATTTGAATAAGTCAAATAAGAGGGAAGCAATTATAGAGGGGGAAAGGAAATGGATATATGAGAATGATGTGTTGATGTTAGTTGGCGATGATAGAAATTATAAACTTATAGGATCGAGAGCATTGACGATATCTATATTAGATGGAGTTATTTTTTATGAAGGTAGTGATTTGGTTGCTATGATACCTCCTGATGTATTATACTATAATTTATTACATTGTAATCTTGAAGATTTATGTGTTGCACAACACCCAACGAGAAAAGAGTCTGAAATTATAAAATACAAGAAGAAAATGATATTGGGACGACATAGGTAAATTCCTATTATTTTAATTTCATGGGATACTATACACAAAAAAATTTTTATTCGATTTTATAATTATAGATTATAAAAATATTTTTAATTGTATAACATCATGTCATTTAAAAATATTTTTATAGATATATATATAATTTAATATTGGAATATAATAATTACTTTTATATTCCATAAAGTTTTTTTCCGTTTTGAAGTCATGGATACCATACATGACTTTCGAATGATATATAACTACATGCCTAATATCTATATTATATTTATTCTTATTTTATTCATTCTAAAATTATTTTTATGGCTATTCATTCTAAAATTATTTTTGTGGCTGTTCGTTCTGGGGTATTTTTTATGGCTAGTCATTCTAAAATATTTTTATAACTATTAATTCTAAAAATAATTTTTATAACTATTAATTCTAAAATAATTTTATAACTATTTCTTATAATGTATAATTATAAGATAAAAATGGTATAGATAGTATCGTATTAATTCTATATAATTTTGATTCTATGTGGTGGTACACATGAAAATTTCAACAATGGTTGTTAGAATAAGTTGTATAGATAGACAAGATTTTATATAGTTATGTCACTACTTAATTTGATTATCTTATACAATAATCATCTCTGAATTTCATGTATACCTATACATGAAATGAAAATTACGTAGAATTAATATCGTGCTATCTATACCATTTTATCTTATAATTATACATTATAAGAAATAGTTATAAAATATTTCATAACTTCATCTCTTCCAAAATAATTTTATAACTATCTCTTCTAAAATAATTTTATAACTTCATGTCATCTAAAATTATTTTATAACTTCATGTCATCTAAAATAATTTTATAACTTAATCTTAATATTGTCATAAAATGAAAGATAAGATGTAAATTCTTATTTTAAAGTACATAGTACTAGTGTGTGACACTATACTTAATTCTTGCATCTACACATTTTCCTCATCCTCGCTTCATGTATACCACATAAAATCAAAATAATAAAAGTTTACCTATGTATATTATTACTATTTTATGAAGTTATAAAAGACATACATAACATTAACATATAACTTTTATAAAGTTATATAAATTTTATAATTAATCTTAACCTCTTAAAAATCGAGAGACAAGATAACCAGTTGCTGTGCCAACAACTGGGAATAACACACCTAAAAATAAACCTTTAGCAACATGTCTACCACCTCCATCTTTTCCAGATACTAATGCTCCAGCAAATCCATTCAATACGGACAGATATCCCAAAACGGAACCTACACCAAATCCTACACCAATCAATACAATACCCGACATATTTTAATCTTAACTCTATTTAATAGATTTCATTAATTAAATTATCAATTTTATTTAATATTTATAAGATAATAGAGTGTAAGCATTATATATTATTTCCAAATGAGTTTATATAATATATATAGTTGTAGAAGAACAATGTAAAATATAGAATATCACCATTAATAAATTTATTTTAAGGAGATATAAAAGTTGAAAATTATATGTTAAAATTAATATATAATATAGTGTCATCTATGTATTATATAAAAGACGAACTTAAAAACTCTCTCCATATAAAATGGAAAGAACATAATATTCTTATTTAGTTTAATTTTTATACATAGTGAGATGTGATATGATATAAGACATACGCTAATCTGTAAGATTCATCATCATCAATACCAGTGGCCAACATAACTGGAATTTTAAGATCCGTTAATTTAATACTTTCAGCATCAACCTTGGCCACCTCCGGAACTTCGAATGTTATCTTCATAAAAGTCTTCAACTTTTCTGGTAATAAATAATCAAGAACCTGGGTGTATAATCTTTCCATCGCAATAGCTAACGCCGCAACAATCAAATCTTCACAAACTTTATGTTCTCTATCCTCTTGCACCCACTTCATCACCTCCACTTGTCCAAATCTGGCCGCCTCCGCAAACATACTATCATACATCAAATGAAATTCTGGCCATTTCCTATCTAATTCTACTAACTTATCTACATGTCCCAATGCTGCATATTTAAAACATCCCTCTGAAAATTGACTCTCCGATTCCTTCCTAGAAACGAAGAACTCTACTACATCTTTGTGTCCATACTCCTCCGCCGACTTTAAATACACATCCTCAAATTCCAAACTTCCTCCCTCTCTTAAGAAAAATTTAACTAACTTTAAACTTCCGGCTTCAATAGCCAACGTAATTCCTTCCTTCAACTTTTGCGATTCCATTTCTATTATAATAACTTCTTTTATCTACTTGCTATTTTATATAATAATTTTTTATTAATGTCAATTTTCCCATATTGATTTATAAATTATTCGATTTTTTGTAATATAAAAATACCACAATGAACTTCGATCAACTATCTGATGTATTATTAAATAAATCTTTATTGGTGTGTGCCGGGAAGAAATATAGATTATTAGAAATAGAGTTTTATTATAAGAGTAAAGAACATAATGATGAATCCATACATGGTCATCCTCTACAATACATCTCCGGAAATTGGTATTTTCATCGTACCTCAGCGACAGAATCATCCGGCTACCGAGGTGGCACATATAAAGGCTTAGATATCACTTTTGGAAGTGATGGAAATCCAGGTGGTATCCTATTACGGGCTATGCAAAGTATAGAAAACGGAGAAATAATAGAAGGTCCTTGTCTATTAGTTGATAGAATATTATCGGATACTATGAGTTCAAATATAGAAGAATTAGTTAAGAAGATAGATTTACGTGTCGGAATATTGGATAATTTATATATATTACGAGAAGAACTTCCATATAAGGACATATACAAAGCCCCTAGAATTGGATTAAGAATGATATCTCCAACATATACTATGTTAGAATATAGATATATATCGGAACCAAAATTAAAGAAAGGTAAGGCAACATTAATATCATCTTTATATTGTCTTGGTCATAATATAGATAAAATTGGACAATTGACGGGTAGCACCAAAAAAAAGATTGAAGAGATAATAGGAACATTTAATGATGGATATAATAATAGTAATATACACGATTATATCGGTAAAAAATTGGAGAATAAGGATATTCATAGATGTTATGGATGTTATAAAAAGTTTGTAGGAAAATGATATTTATAAAGAGAATATATTTTGTCAAAAGATGGAGACAAAATATCCACCAATAGGACATCTATCAAATAATGATAAATTTAAGACATTAACAGAAAGAAATGTGCAGATGTATATAGAAGAAAAGATAGATGGATCACAATTATCGTTTTATCTGGTAGATGACAAATTAAAATTTGTCTGTAAGGGAAAAGAAATAGAACCTGGTAATATCTCTTTTAATAAAACAATATTATTACTTGAACATCATTTAATTAATAATAGATTAAACGATAATTATATATATCATGGTGAAGCATTAAGCAAGAAAAGACATAATGTTATTAAATATTCCAGATTACCTAAATGTTGTATTGTTATATATGACATATATGATATTAAAACAAGAGAATGGCTAGATTATAATAAGAAGAAGGAAGAATGTAATAGATTAGGATTAGAATGTGTTAAGTTATTATATATGAATGATAAGGTGGAGACTAACATGATTGACAAATGTAATGAACTAATAAATAAGATTGAAGATGGGACATTATATTCTCAATTATCTACTGACGATAATAAATGTAACATGGAAGGGGTCGTTCTCAAACATCATAATTTTTATGATCAAAGAAAGGAGAAAACCTCAGCAGTAAAATTAAAGTTAGTATCAGAAAACTTTAAAGAGAGACACAAGAAGCCGGAAGTTAAGGATAGAACCATATCATGGGATAATGAAATAGGAAATGAGGTAACTGAATTATTGAAAGAATATGGATTACAATTTAACACGGAGGCCAGGTTTAGAAAAGCATATCAAAGAGTAAGAGATAACGGAGAAAAGATTACATATGATGCAGTTGTACGAGATTTAGATGTAGATTTTGATAAGGAATATATGAAGGAGACAATGGTATATTTGTATGCACATTTATCTCAAGTAATAAAGAGATACGGAAGAAGTTCATTGTCAGAATGGTATAAAAATCAAACATTAATATAATCAGATATAAATGTAGCATTAGTTGATATTAACATTATTTATATGTTAATATAAATGGTAAATATTCATGGTATCATATTTTATGTATAAACGTGAAATATGATAATATTTTGTAATGATATAAAGGTGTATATAATAAAATAATGAGCTCATTGATTACAGGAAAACAAATATTAACAGGACCAGGCATACCATCTTCATCTATAGGAAATAATGGAGATCAATACATAGATACTACTACTGGGGACTTATATAATAAAGGACCAACATCATGGGTGCAGGTAGGAAATGTATTTGGACCTCCTGGAGAATCCGGAAGTGAAATATTGACAGGTAGTACTATTCCATTAGATTCATTAGGTAATGATGGAGATCAATATATAGATACAACCACTAATGATTTTTATCAGAAAATTTCAGGAACATGGATATTTAAAGGAAGTTTTTCTGGGAATAGAATATTAACAGGAAATGGAATACCATCGTCATTATTAGGATCAAATGGAGATTACTATATTAACACAACAAATGATGATTATTATTTAAAAATAAATGGAGTATGGAATATGGAAGGAAATCTGCAAGGACAAACAGGTATTCCAGGAACAAAAGGAAGTAGTATAATAAGCGGATCAGGCCCACCTCCTTCAATCGGAAACGAAGGAGACATTTATATTAATAACATAAATGGGGATTATTATAGGAGAATGGGTGGAGTTTGGTTATTACAAGGTAATTTAGAGGGACCTGCTGGTACACCAGGAATTGATGGAAGTAATATAATAACTAATGTTGGTGTACCTCTCAATAGTATAGGAAATGATAATGATTATTATATAAATATATTTAATGATGATTATTATAAGAAGATATTAGGAAGTTGGATACCACAAGGAAATTTAAAGGGACCCATCGGCTTCCAGGGACAATCTGGAAGTAAAATATTAGTAGGAAATGGGGACCCTAATATTTCGTCTATTGGTGAAGATGGAGATTATTATATTGATAGAATGACAAATAATTATTATTTAAAGAGTGGAGGTGTCTGGAATTTACAAGATTCATTGCAAGGACCTCCTGAAAGTCAAATATTATCATCATCTGGCCCACCATTATCTATTTATGGTATAATAAATGATTACTATATTAATAATATTAATGGAGATTATTATATAAAGATAGATGCGGTTACCTGGCAATTAAAGGGTAACTTACGAGGACCAATTGGTATACAGGGACAGGATGGACAAGGACAAATATTAACAGGCACAGGAAATCCAAACATCATACCTAATTTAGGGCAAGATGGAGATCAATATGTAGATAATACAACGAATAATTATTACACGAAAGTAAATGGAACATGGGTATTTAATGGAATATTAATAGGACCTGCAGGAGTCCCAGGAAATCCAGAAATAGATCCAGCATTATTTGGAGATGGAAGTGACGGAGATGTATTGATTGATAGCTCCAGATCAATTAACAGAGATATGTATTATAATAATTTGACAGTTGTATCTGGATCTCCATTTACATCAGTAACCATTACTACCAATGGATATCGTATATTTGTAAGAAATGATTTAAGATTAACATTAGGAATAATATCTGCAAATGGAAATGAAGGAGGAGAGCCAACAAATACAGGAACGGTAAGTGGAGGTGCAGCTGGAGGAGGTAGCTTGACTGTACCTGGATCCCAAGGAAATCCCAGTAATAATGCACCATCACAACCAACAGGTATACAATTTAAGGGAGGATCTGGTGGTGGAGGAGCATCTGGAGGAAATGTCATAGTTACATCTGCACAAAATGGCAGGGATTCTCCTCTAAGAAATTTATTAGAAGTTGTCGATGTTAGATCATTAGATGGAGTTAGATATACTGGTGGTAGTGGGGGAGGTAAAGGTTCAGGTAGTACAGGAGGAGGAAGCGGTGGTGGCGGTGCCGGTGTCGTCGCAGTTTTTGCTAGAAATATAATCGTAGATACAACATTTGGTACAGGATTTAATGCTATAGGAGGAGATGGTCAAACTGGAACTGGATTCTCGTCTGGTGGCGGTGGTGGTGGCGGTGGTGGTCTTGTGGTCATTGTTAGCACCACGACAACTCCACTACCTACCAATGTATCTGGAGGACAGGGTGGATTAAGCACCAATGGTAATAATGGTTCACCTGGAAATCCAGGTCTCGTTTATCGTATTATTGTCTAAATTAAATTATATTTTATATAAAATATAATAATATATAAATTAATAAAGTAATAAATATTATTATAAAGAAAATTAAGAACGTTAAAAAATTAATGTTCTTAATAAAATGAACGTCCATAATTTAAATTTACAAAATGATAATGGTGATTCTATACATGGCATATTGTTACTAAAATTAATGAGAGATGAAAGGATAAATCCTTTAACCACTAATATGTATCAAACTACACAATTGGCAGTTGTGAATAAACAAATATTTACAGGAGTTGGCGTACCAGATCAAAGTTTAGGTAATGATGGAGATCAATACATAGATACATCTACCAATATATTATATAATAAGGATTTAGGGGTATGGGTGTCCCAAGGTAGTTTACAAGGACCACCTGGTGAATCCGGAAGTCAAATTTTAGTGGGTAATGGAATACCTCCACCAAACATAGGTGTCGATGGTGATTATTATATTAATAATAATGGTGCACAACTATATAGAAAGATTGGTGGGGTTTGGGTTCCACAAGGAACATTTTCTGGATCAACGATATTTGTCAATGCTGGAGTACCATCATCATCATTAGGATCAGATGGAGATTATTATATTGATAATATAACTAATAACTATTATTTAAAGGAGAATGGAGTATGGACACCACAAGGAAGTTTAGAGGGTATTCCTGGTGTGCAAGGTAGTCCCGGAAATGATATATTAACAGGAAATGGACCTCCATTCTTTGTTCAGGGACGTGATGGTGATTACTATATAGATGTTGATACTGGTAATTATTATAAATATGTTCTTATATCATGGACTGCGAGAGGAACCCTTACAGGACCACAAGGCATACCTGGACAGAATGGCAGTGAAATTTTCACCGGTAATGGAATTCCAACTATATCAGGTCAAGAAGGAGATTATTATGTTGATAATTTAACTGGTAGTTACTATCAATATAGTAATGGAAATTGGATATTAAGAGGAAACTTAAGAGGTCCAGTGGGTGAACAGGGTACCCCAGGAAGCCAAATAATAGTTGGAAGTGGCCCTCCATTAAATTCATTTGGTAATACTGGTGATTATTATATTGATAATTTAAGTAATCAATATTATCAATATAATGGCACAACATGGTCACCATTAGGAAGTTTACAAGGACCAGATGGAAGTAAAATATTGGTAGCAAGTGGGCCACCAGATGCACAGTTAGGAAAAGATGGTGATTACTATATTAATAACCAAAATGGAGATTATTATTTGAAGACATCTTCTCTTGGATGGGGTGTGCCTATAGGTAATCTAACAGGTCCACAAGGAAATGTTGGAGAACGAACATTGATGACTTATACTGGAAATGGAATGCCATCACAATCTTTAGGAAATGATGGTGATCAATATATAGATTATAATACAAATATATTATATGTTAAATCATCAGGAATTTGGGTTCCAGGTAGTGATTTAACCGGAATACCTGGAAGTGCAGGTAGTACTACTATTGATCCGGCCCTATTTGGGGATGGAAGTGATGGTAATCTTAGTTTAGGTAATCAGATAACATTATCTAGGGATATGTATTATAATAACTTGACATTGGTTCCTGGAGGCGTTATTTTTGCCAATGGATATAGAATATTTGTCAGAGGATTAATGTCATTTCAAGGAGGAGCTATAAATGCAGTAGGACGTAACGCAAACGGGGCTATAGGAGGAAGCGGTGTACAAGCAGGTACGTTAGGAGGTTCGGGTTCCGGGGCAACACCCAATGTCTTAACTGCTGGAAATAGTGATTTTGCTGCATTTGTTAGTGGAACAACTTTCAGAGGTGGCAATGGTGGAGGTTCAGGTGATGTATATACAAATGCAGGAACAGTTTCAACAGAAGGAACTTCCGCTGTGTCCACCATTAGAAATCTCTTAGATGTCACCGAAATGAGAACTCCTAATGGGAACAGATTTACTGGGGGTTCAGGTGGTGGAGCAGGAACTTCACCTTCCACTGGTGGTGGTGGCGGTGGCGGTGGTGTTGTTTTATTAGTTGCTGGAACAGTATCTGTCACCCTCGTTGGATCATTTGATATATTCGCCAATGGTGGTAATGGGTCAAACTCTGCTACTGGTGGTGGTGGTGGCGGTGGTGGCGGTGGTCTTGTTGTTGTAGTTTCTGGTAGAAGATTACAATCTGCCATTCGTGTCAATGTTGCGGGTGGTTCTCCAGGTACTGGACCTTCAGGAAACGGATCTGGTGGCAGCTCAGGATTCTTCCAACATATTTTTGTTTAATTTGTGTATTCTTACATTATATTATAATTTTTATAATATAATTTTATGTACTTTATATTATAATCTTATAAACTATATAATATAATATAGTACAATATAATTTCCAATCTATATAGTATAATACAACCCTTATAATATTATATAATGTTATATTTAAATTATTATAATGTTCAATCTCTAATCTATAATATATAATCTATATTATATAATGTATAATGTATAATATAGATTATATAATCTCTAATAATCTCGAATCTATAATATATAATATATAATCTATAATCCATAATTTATAATCTCTAATCTATATAATCCATTATATTATAATTTATATAATCTATTATAATCTCTAATCTTTATAATCTATTATAATCTCTAATCTCTAATCTATATAATCCATTATATTATAATTTATATAATCTATTATAATCTCTAATCTATATAATCCACAATTTATAATCTATATAAATTATATTATAATCTATTATAATATAATTTATATAATCTATTATAATATAATTTATATAATCTATAATATATAATCTATAATTTGTAATCTATATAATCTATATAATCTATAATTTGTAATCTATATAACATTATATAATGTTATATTTAAATTATTATAATATGACGGATTAAACTCTAAGGATATATGAACCACCTACATTACCACTGCCACCTATGCCGTTTGGTCCTGTACCACCTACACCACCATTAACATTAACTCTTGAATCAGGGAATGTGGTAGTTGTACTTGTAGTTACTACGACAACGAGGCCACCACCGCCTCCTCCACCACCACCAGCACCGGCAGTAGCTACAGTACCTCCATTACCACCTACAGCAGATATAGTTCCACTACCAGATATAGTATAAGCAAGGACCATAACGACACCACCGCCACCGCCACCTGCACCACCGCTAAGACTGGTTCCTCCACCACCACCAGATCCACCATTATATACCACATTGTTCAATGTTCTAACCTTACTTATATTCAATAAGTTGCGAAGCATTCCATCGCCACCTTCTGATGTAGGTGCAGCAGTAACATTTCCTGGATTTCCAAAAGGTGTACCACCACCAGCACCACCAGAATACTGATTAGCTACCAAAATAGCGGGAACGTTTGTCGTTGCTGTACCGTTAGCAGAAGATGCACCACCAGCAAATCCTCTTCCTAAAGTTCCTGCTGTAGTAGTGGCACCTGGCGTAGTTCCAACCGCATTATTTCCTGGATTTCCAATTATACCTTCATTAGTTAATTGTCCTCTAACAAATAATCGATATCCTCCCGTATTTAACGTCACTCCACTAGCTACTGTTAATGTGGAATAGAACATATCTCTAGTCATGATAGTATTAGTACTTATATTTCCTACATTATCACTACCATCTCCAAATACTGCTTGACTAATACCGGCTGCGGGCCCAGGTGGTCCAGTTAAATTACCTTGAGGCGTCCACACACCAGCAATCTTAGTATAATAAGCTCCTGTTGTAGTATCTAAATAGAAGTCTCCGTCAACACCTGTTGCCGGTAATGGAGCACCTGCTCCCGTAATTATCTGACTTCCAGGGGCGCCAGGTGGGCCTTGCTGACCTTGTAAATTACCTTGTAATGTCCACACTCCTGCAGCTTTGGTATAATAATTACCTGTGACATTATCTAAATAAAAGTCCCCGTCGATACCTAAGGCAGGAGAAGGAACCCCATTATCTGTATAAATTTGACTTCCTGGCTCTCCTTGTAAATTACCTTGAGGTGTCCACACACCAGCAATCTTAGTATAATAATCTCCTGTTGTAGTATCTAAATAGAAGTCTCCATCGACACCTGTTGCTGGTAATGGAGCACCTGCACCTGTAAATATTTGACTTCCTGGCTCTCCGGGTAGACCTTGTTGACCTTGTAAATTACCTTGTAATGCCCACACTCCTCCAGCTTTTATATAATAATTTCCGGTAGCAGTATCTAAATAGAAATCTCCATCAACACCCAGTGCTGAAGAAGGAACACCCGCAGCTGTGAATATTTGGCTGCCTGGAGTGCCGGCTGTTCCCTGTGGGCCTGTTAAATTACCTTGTGGAACCCATACTCCCAATTCTTTTATATAATATATTCCTGTGCTATTATCTAGATAGAAATCACCATCAACACCTATACTTGGAGAAGGTACACCTATATCAGCAAAGATTTGACTGCCTGGTTCTCCAGGTTGGCCAGGAGGACCTTGTAAATTGCCTTGTGGAACCCAAACTCCTGCATCTTTTGTATAATAAGTGCTAGTTGACGTGTCTAAATAAAAATCTCCATCTTCACCTAAAGTGTTAGAAGGAGCACCTACAGCGGTAAATATTTGACTACCTCCACCCCCAAATGTACCCTGAGGTACCCATATACCGTTTTGCTTTTGATAGTAATCACCAGTTGCAGTATCAATATACAAATCACTATCGACACCTAAAGTGGGAGATGGTATTCCAGTTCCTGTATATATTTGGCTTCCAGGTGAGCCGGGTGGACCTTGTAAATTACCTTGCAATAACCATGCCCCACCTTGCTTTTGATAATAATCACCAGATGCATTATCAATATATAAGTCACCATTAACACCTAAATTTTGGGGTGGTACTCCGGCTCCTGTATATATAGTTGCACCTCCACCACCACCAATAGTGCCCTCTAATACCCATACACCATTTTGCTTTTGATAATATTCTCCGGTAGTGGTATCGATATATAAATCACCATCAACACCTAATCCTGGTGATGGAGGACCACTTCCTGTTATTATTTGACTACCCGGTTCTCCAGGTGGGCCCTGAAGATTGCCTCGTAGTACCCAAATTCCACCAATTCTTTGATAATAATCCCCATTTACATCATTAATATATAAATCACCATCAACACCTAAATTTTGAGGTGGTACTCCACTTCCTGTAAAGATTTGACTGCCTGGCTCTCCAGGTTGGCCTTGTTCTCCGGGTGGACCTTGTAAATTTCCTTGTGGAACCCAAACACCTCCTTGTTTTCTATAGTAATCTCCTGTTAGGGAATCAATATATAGATCTCCATCAACACCAAGATTTGGAGGAGGATTTCCGGTTCCTGTAAAGATTTGACTACCTGGTTCTCCAGGGGGCCCTTCTAGATTACCTTGTGGAACCCATATTCCATTTATTCTTTGATAATAATCCCCAGTTAAATTATCTATATATAAGTCACCATTAGAACCTATACTAGGGGATGGTGTTCCATTACCGGTTAATATTCTACTACCAGGAGCACCGGGAGGACCACGTAAATTACCTTGAAGAACCCAAACTCCATTTTGTTTTTGATAATAATCTCCAGTTAAATTATCTATATATAAATCTCCATTGACACCTAAGCCAACTGGAGGTACACCATTACCTGTTAAGATTTGAGCACCACTTCCTCCACCTCCTCCAAAGCTTCCCTTAAGTTCCCATACTCCATTAACTTTACTATAATAATTGTTAGTTATAGTGTCTATATATAGATCTCCATTATTTCCTATATCATCTGTTGGAACTCCAGGAAAAGCAATTATTTGGCTTCCTGGAGTGCCCGGAATTCCGGGTGGGCCCTGACTTCCATTTTGGCCTGGGGGTCCAGGGGGTCCCTGAGGCGCTATTATTGGTACATTATTACATCGTCTACTCATTTTAGTTATACCTTATTTTTTTGTTTAACTTATTTTTTATTATCATAATAAAAACAAAGTGTTATAATTATAATTTTATATCATTACTATGATAATATAAAATAAAGATAATCAACATACTATCTATATTATAATTTAATTACCTCAAAAACATTAGGTAACAATGGTTTAATTAATTCATACATGGCGTTCGCATATTGTCTAGTTTCATATTGTGCACCAGAATCCATTCTTAATCTTAATAATTTCAATAAATTGTTCAAATCCATTTTATAGTACATTTCTGTATAGCAAGAACTAGGTAAATATACCCTAGCTTGTTCCTTTGCCAATCCTAGCTCTATCATTTTGTGATAATTTTGAAATAGTTCATCAACTAATGACTCTGATTGCTCCACTAACTTCTTCAATTTCTCATTCTTATCTTCATTATTATCAACATTTGGCACAGATGCTTGTTTATTAGTTTTACTATTTAATCTTAAGGTATTCTGATAATCATGGGATAGATGATAGTATGCATTATCATTTATTTCTGCATAACGTTGTGAGAACTGATTCACATTGGCTGTTCTATGTCGAAGAAAATGTACTCCAAAAACTATCGGAATTCTGATATGAAAGACAAATTCTACATGCTCTAATGGGGATGTATGTTGGTGTTCAATTAAATATTTGACGAGTTTAGCGTCTACTTCTGGAGTTTTCAATCCTTGTCCATAACTGACACGAGCTGTCTTAACAATTGCACATTCTAAACCTCTACCCTTTGGAACTAATCTCGGCATAACATCAACTAATCTAACAAATCCATCATCAAGGACACTAATTTTCTCTACCTTCAAATCTTGTAAAACATCAACTAATTCTTCATCTTTAGTATATTCCATAGTATTATTTCTTTTCCATTTACATTTTATAATTACAAAATCAAATTATACATTATAATAATTTATTTTATCTCAACTCACAAAATAGTCATATTACCTCATTATTAATTATTAATAGATATATCTATTAATAATGGTATAGTTAAGTTTATAACTTTATAACTTCACAATTTTATAACTTTATAATTCTATAACTTTATAATTCTATAACTTCACAATTTTATAACTTTATAATTCTATAACTTTATAATTCTATAACTTTATAATTTTATAACTTTGTAATTCTATAACTTTATAATTTTATAACTTTGTAATTCTATAACTTCACAATTCTATAACTTTGCAATTTGTGATTTGTAATCTACAATACATAACTTCATAACTTTATAATCTCTAACTTTGTAATTCTATAACTTTATATTTTATAACTTTGTAATTCTCTAACTTTATAACTTTATATTTTATAAGTTAATATAATAAGAATAAAATGGTATTAATTATATAGATCTTATATAGTATATTTTTTATTCTATGGGGTAGTATACATCAATGAAAAACTCTAACTGCAATATAATTTAACGTATACTACCCCATAGAATAGAAAATATACTATATAAGATCCATATAATTAATACCATTTTATTCTTATTATATTAACTTATAAAATATAAAGTTATAAAATTACAAAGTTAGAGAATTGTAAAGTTAGGAATTATAATTTATAAATTACAAAGTTAGAAATTATAAAGTTATATAATTACAAAGTTATAATTGTGAAGTTAGAGATTATAAATTATAAATTATAAAGTTGTGAAGTTATATATTGTAGATTACAAAGTTATAATTGTGAAGTTATAGAATTACGAAATTATAGATTATAAACTTAGAGATTATAAATTACAAAGTTATAGAATTATAAATTATAAATTACAAAGTTATAGAATTATAAATTATAAAGTTATAGAATTACAAAGTTATAAATTATAAATTATAAAGTTATAGAATTACAAAGTTATAAATTATAAATTATAAAGTTATAAAATTACAAAGTTAGAGAATTGTAAAGTTATAGAATTATAAAGTTATAGAATTACAAAGTTATAGAATTACAAAGTTAGGAATTATAATTTATAAACTGCAAAGTTATAATTGTGAAGTTACGGAATTATAAAGTTAGAGATTATAAAGTTGTGAAGTTATATATTGTAGATTACAAATCACAAATTGCAAAGTTATAAAATTATAAATTATAGAATTACAAATTATGAAGTTATAATTTATAAATTATAAATTATAGAATTGCAAAGTTATAGAATTACAAATTATAAAGTTATAGAATTATAAAGTTACAAATTATAAATTATAAAGTCATAGAATTATAAAATTACAAATCATAAATTATAAATTACAAAGTTGCGAAGTTGGGAATTTATAAAGTTATATAATATATTATTATATAAACTGAATATCACAATATATTATTTTATAATATGTCGAACTAATGTAAAAATAAAACTTTTTATTATATTAAAATATAACTCTATCATATAATGTTTAATAAAATAGATTGGTATTATATTTATAATTGTTGTAAGGAGGTATACAATGATATATACCATGAAACTAAAGAACGTGTATTCACAGATAATATCACTCCCGTCACCCAATATATTAAACAACATAGTTATAAGAAAAAATTTGAAAATATTGATGAAAATTGGGAACTACTTAGTACTACCAATAAAAGAAAATGTATAGTTTGTGAAAAGTATTATGATAAGGACGTAATACATGGAGTATGTTGCAGCGAATATTGTAAAAATATCTATTTGGATAATGATAGAAAGATAGAAAAAGAGAAATTATTAATAGTAGGTTGTCCAATATGTGGAAAGAAACATAAAATATATCAAGAAGAAATTAAAAATATAGATAAAAAATGTGAATGTAAGGAGAAAAAAGTACGATGGAATGTATAGAAGATAAAATGACACAGGGAAGAAATTTCTTTATATAGATAAAAATGGGACACGAAAGGAATAAATCACTAGTGGTATTTCTATTCTTTGCAAACTTATATATGTCCTCTTGCTTGACATATACTCCAATAGTAGTTGAAAATCATGATTTCGTAGTAATTGGTGGTGGAAGTGCCGGTGGTGTTGTCGCCGGTGTTCTTGCCGAACACAATCTTCCTGGTAATAAAACTTGGAAAGTTGCATTATTAGATCAAGGATTATTTGTGGAAGATCTTCCAGATCCTCAAGTGGTCAGAGACGCCGATAGGGAAAATGAAGCTATGAAATATGGACCAATTGAATTAAATTATACTACCACTGTACAAGAAGACTCAGCTAATAGAACCCTTGGTTTAGCTAGAGCTCAAGGATTTGGAGGTTGCCACAACCATAATAGTATGTATTATCGTGTTGGTGCTCCTGAAGCATATAACAATTGGAATACTACAGGATGGTCTTATGCTGACTTATTACCATCTATTAATGCCACCAGAAATAGATTAGGTGTGAGATATATGTCGACTACTGTACCTCAGCATGATTATGTTAAATCTGTATTAGTTGCCAGTAGTGGTTATCCTCTCGTTTCCAATGAAGCCCCTAAAGTTGGAACATTTATCGGTGTACAAGATACTCTATATAGTATTGTCGATGTTAATGCCACTTATCATACTCGAAAGACCAGTTTTGATTCATATGTCAAAGAATCTCCTGCCTTTGGAAAGAATTTAAAGGTATTCCCTGGAATTAAAGCGCAACGAATTGTATTAGACTTTTTTGGTAGAGCTATTGGAGTTATTTCTTACGATACTGTAAATCAAAGAATTGTATATTTCAGAGCAAATAAGGAGGTAATTGTCAGTGGAGGTGTTTTCGATTCTCCTAAGTTATTAATGCGATCAGGTATTGGTAATAGAGCTGATTTATTAAAGGCTGGAGTTTTACCTCTTGTACAAAACAAGAATGTCGGCAAGAATTTAAAGTATCATATGGCTGCTGTTCAAATGTATTTACCTGCTCCTAATTGGAGTATGGCACCATATACTCCTAAGATGAAGCAACTTTCCAATGTTCTCGTTGGTTTAGCTATTCGTCCAGAAGGTAATAATGCAACACACATTGGAGATCATGTCAACGCTATGTTAGATATTCAACAAAATAGTGAGTTTATTCCTGGTTTAACAATTGTTTCATTTGTTGGATTAAATATGAGAGATTTTGGTCCTGGTGAGGTTAAATTAAATAAATATAATTTAGATGTCCCTGTTGTTGATCCTAAATTATATGAGAACCCCGATGATTTAGAACTTAGTGTCCAAACCTTCGAAGAAATGAATAGATTGGCATCGTTGTTAACACCTAACTATATGGTTGCTAGATTATATCCCCCTGCGGATGTTCAAACTCGTGAACAGATTAGAGCGTTTATGAAGGGTAATATATCGGATGGAAGTCACGCTGTTGGTACATGTAGAATGGGTAATGATGCGGATAGTGTTGTTGATCCACAACTTAGAGTGCGGGGTGTTTCAAGATTACGAGTTATTGATGCATCAGTTGCCCCAACTACTCCATTAGGTAATACTAATGCTATGGCAATCGCAATCGGACACAGAGGTGCCCAACTTATTATATCCTCATATTAAAAGATAGGTGGTTAATATTATAAGATTTATAATCTTATGATTATCTTTGTGGATTATTTTAGTTATATAATTATCTATAGATTATATAATTATCTTTATAGATTATAGATTATAGATTATATAATTGTCTTTATAGATTATATAATTGTCTTTATAGATTATATAATTATCTTTATAGATTATATAATTATCTTTATAGATTATATAATTATCTTTATAGATTATATAATTATCTTTATAGATTATATAATTATCTTTATAGATTATATAATTATCTTTATAGATTATATAATTATATAATTATATAATTATATGTTATGTTTATAGATTATAGATTATATAATTATACTTTATATTTATACTTTATAGATTATAGATTTATAGATTATACTTTATGTATTATATAATTATCTTTATGTTTATCCTTATAGATTATACTTTATGGATTATATAATTATAGTTATAGGATTAATATAAATTTAAACTAAACACTTATAAGATACTGATATTACGTTGTAAAATTAACATAAAATTTATATCATGGGATAGTACACACAGAATAAAGTTTAAAAAAGTTTATTAATATATAATATAATGAGTATTAACTTCTATATTAAAACTAATGTTATGTATTTAGATTATTCTCTTGCAGAGTCGAAGAAGAGATAAAGAAGTATAAATTTTGGAGTTTGTGAAATTATGCAATGTATGGTTTATAAAAAATTTTTTATAAACTATATAACTATAAACTTAAGATTTATCTATAATTATACTTCTTTATCTCGTCTTCGACTCTGCAAGAGAGAATAATCTAAATACATAACATTAGTTTTAATATAGAAGTTAATACTCATTATATTATATATTAATAAACTTTTTTAACTTTTATTCTGTATGTACTACCTTATCAAATAAAATTCATATATAATAATTCTCATAATATTAATATGATATTAATCATATAACTTTCCATTTTAAGATGAAAATGCGTTAGTACTTGTCATCGGAGATAATTATATAAAGTATAAAGTATAAAGTATAAAGTATAATTTATAATCTATAAAGTATAAAGATAATTATATAAAGTATAAAGTATAAAGTATAAAGTATAATTTATAATCTATAAAGTATAAAGATAATTATATAAGTATAAAGATAATTACATAATCTATAATCTATAAAGTATAATCTATAAAGTATAAAGATAATTATATAATCTATAAAGTATAAAGATAATTATATAATCTATAAAGATAATTATATAATCTATAAAGTATAAAGTATAATCTATAATCTATAAAGATAATTATATAATCTGTAATCTATAAAGTATAAAGATAATTATATAATCTATAAAGATAATTATATAATCTATAAAGTATAAAGATAATTATATAAGTATAAAGATAATTATATAATCTGTAATCTATAAAGTATAAAGATAATTATATAACTATAAAGATAATTATATAATCTGTAATATATAAAGTATAAAGTATAATCTATAATCTATAAAGATAATTATATAACTATAAAGATAATTATATAACTAAGATAATTATATAATCTATAAAGATAATTATATAACTAAGATAATTATATAATCTATAAAGATAATTATATAATCTATAAAGATAATTATATAATCTATAAAGATAATTATATAATCTATAAAGATAATTATATAATCTATAAAGACAATTATATAATCTATAAAGACAATTATATAATCTATAAAGATAATTATATAATCTATAAAGACAATTATATAATCTATAAAGATAATTATATAATCTATAAAGATAATTATATAATCTATAAAGATAATTATATAATCTATAAAGACAATTATATAATCTATAAAGATAATTATATAATCTATAAAGACAATTATATAATCTATAAAGATAATTATATAATCTATAAAGATAATTATATAATCTATAAAGATAATTATATAATCTATAAAGACAATTATATAATCTATAATCTATAATCTATAAAGATAATCATATAATCTATAAAGTATAAAGATAATTATATAACTTTCCACCTTAAGGTGGAAAGGCGTTAGCACTATTAAAGATAATTATATAATCATCTTTATAAATAACAAAAAAGACGAAATTCTCCCTGGGTCTCAAAAATTTTTCGTAGAAAGTTTTATGAATTCTAGGGTGACAAAGATAAAAAAAATTTTTTCCACAATTATAATTTTCTCTTTTCTCGAAAATTATAATCTTTACAAATTACAAAAAAACAAAATTCTCCCTGGGTCTCATAAATTTTTCATATAAAGTTTTATGAATTCCAAGGACAATTATAATTTCGAGAAAAGAATAATCTTTACAAATTACAAAAAAGACGAAATTTTCCCTGGGTATCAAAAATTTTTCATATAAAGTTTTATGAATTCCAAGGTGATAAAGATGAAAAAATTCTTCCTGGATGTCAAAAGTTTCAACAATAGTAACAAATATTCCCTAAATGCTAATATTGAAAGTTATGTTTATATAGTTATATAGATTGACGTAGTAAATCATATGTCAGCAATCTATCTCATAATATTATGAAGACAGATCTGGTATGTTAATCGTACAGGTTAAGTGCGTCACTTATTTCTATCTATTTTACAAAGTTAAAGTAGAAAAGATATTGAAAGTAAGAAATACGGAAGAAACAGTGTTAGGCGCGAACGCATAGGGTATAACACCAAGAAACTTATGGTATCTCATAGACAATAGTCAAAATCCAAAGATTAATAAAATAAGATAGAAAAGAGATGAACACACTCTCCTCATTATTTCATAATTTGTTCTTTTAAGCGATTTCATTTTTTTCATTGCACGGGATTCCATCAATTCATAAAATATAGTACTAATATTATACATATAATTATCTGTTATATAATATATATGTGTTATATTTGGAAACTATAGTAATTATATAATGTATAAGACAATTATATAACTATAAAGACAATTATATAATGTATAAGATAAGATTAAAATAATTATATAACTATAAAGACAATTATATAATGTATAAGATAAGATTAAAATAATTATATAATCTATAAAGACAATTATATAATCTATAAAGTATAATTATATAATCTATAAAGTATAATTATATAATCTATAAAGTATAATTATATAATCTATAAAGTATAATTATATAATCTATAAAGTATAATTATATAATCTATAAAGTATAATTATATAATCTATAAGATAATTATATAATCTATAAGATAATTATATAATCTATAAAGTATAATTATATAATCTATAAGATAATTATATAATGTATAAGATAATTATATAATTTATAAGACAATTATATAATCTATAAAGTATAATTATATAATGTATAAGATAATTATATAATTTATAAGACAATTATATAATCTATAAAGTATAATTATATAATCTATAAGATAATTATATAATCTATAAAGTATAATTATATAATCTATAAGATAATTATATAATGTATAAGATAATTATATAATTTATAAGACAATTATATAATCTATAAAGTATAATTATATAATGTATAAGATAATTATATAATTTATAAGACAATTATATAATCTATAAAGTATAATTATATAATTTATAAGACAATTATATAATTTATAAGATAATTATATAACTTTATATGTAACGCAACTCGATATTATAAAATAATTTACATCTTCTGCACATAAATTGCATTCTCTCCTTGTGTATATCGACCTTCATATAATGGATTACTGTTAGCATTATTACTATCCCCCATTAAATTTTCAAAATATTCATCCTTGACTCCTTTACCTGCCAATTTTCTTGTTATTAATGCCACAGCTAAACCTAACACTACCGCTGCACCAATAGTAGAACCAATAACAATACCGGTGTTAATACCTCCAGTATCAGTAACTATAACACTTTTATCAGTGACAATAATTTCAATAGTTTTGGAATCGGAGGATTCGGCATCCCAAACTTGTAATTTTAAGAAATGTTGTCCAGTCTCATTATATGTAACACTTATATTATTTAAGAGTATATTTATAATTTTCTTATCAGTTGTCACCACATATTTTTCATCCATGTATAATTGTAATATATTATCATCTACATCAGTAGCACTATTACCATTTAATATAATAGTTTCACCAACAAGAGTATAAATTGGACTTGTCACTTGTAACACAGGAGGTCTATTTATGTGTTTTACGTCAATAAAGACAACTCCAATGTTGGAAATGGCCCCATGAGGATCTTTAATATATATAATTATTGTTTCGTAGTTTTTACCGGATTGATTTGGAGTTGGTGTATATGTAATGGTCCACCTTAAGTTTTCTCCTCTACTCAACTTCCAACTTCCTCTTCCTTGATAAGTACTCACAACTGAAACTAAAGTTCCCTCCGCATCATCTATATCAAATCCAGCAAATGTTATATCAACAGTTGAATTTTCCCATACTTCCACTCTATCGTCAAAGAAAGGAATTAAAATTGGGCTATCATTAATTGGAATAACATTTATTTTGGTGGTATAATAACCAATAACTCCACTTTCTAAATCAGAAACTATATAAGAAATTACAAAATAATCGTTTCCAAAATCATCAGGTGATGGTCTAAATCGTAAATTATTTTCTTCTAAAGTCCATGAACCTTTATCTGTAACATCCACAACACTCACATTATATAATTCCGATCTTGATAATGGAAGAAGAATTGTTCCACTATAAGAACTATCCTCATTTATATTTACTATTTGTTCTTCATTATATTCAGGATATACATATACTGTCATCATATACACATCAGATTTCCCATATTTATCAATAATTTGGAAAGGAACGATTTCATATATGTCTCCATAGGGATTATATTCATTCAACGGTGGTGTGTAAATAAAGTTATTGATTGTGCCTTTAGATGATCCCCAAAGTACATTCCATGTTCCACTAGCTGTAACTTCTAACAACAAGGCCATTTGGGTATTTGACTTCAACTTAATACTGAAATCCTTTGAGGTGGGTCTAGGAAAGACAATAGAGGTTTTATTAACTCGTACATAGGAATTGGCAGATTTACAACCATCAGAACCTACAATTAATAATAATGAAGTGTCCGACGATGGGATATATGTTATATGAGACGCATTTAATGTATATGTACCAACTCCTTCGATTATAGAAACCTGATAGGTTATAGGATCATTATCAATATCTGTTATAGGATAGGGGAATGATATAGAAGTTTCGATGGTATATGTCATATTATATGATGTAGGAGGATTATTTTTGATTATTTGTCTAATATAGGTGATTTCATCAACGACAAAGGAAACTGTAGTCTTATTAACAAAATATTCTATATACCAGGTTCCATTAATAAGAACTGGAGTAGCCCCTTTGACAAATGGTTTTGTTTTACTAAGAATTCCAAATTCTGATAATTGATGCCAATTTCCTTGTATGTTGTTCAATAAATTATTTGCATTAGTATTACCTGACCCGACAACTGTATTTTCCATGTCATTTACAATATCTTGAAATAATACTTTACTACCTTGATCCTTTGTACTGAAGACAACAAAAGCATCTTTTTCCAAAATCAAATTTTTCAGTATATTTAACTTAGAGAGAGAATTGTATGCATATCTATTGAGAGTTGCAATATATTTTGGACTTTGCCATCCTAATCTACTATCATTTAATGCGTTTACTACTGCAGAAATAACATCAGAGGAAGGGGATGACATAGTATCTCTATTTGACAGACCATTCTTATATTGATCTAAATTATATTTAATTTCGTCAACATTTGCAGTAAAGCCAAAAATTAGAGTATATGATGATTCTGATTCACTAAAGGTAGCGAAAGCATATCTAGTATTCCATCCTCGTTTTGCCATAAATGTATTCTTTAATACTATACATGCCTAAGCATGTATAGCTTCATGTCATCTATGATGACATGAAGTACGTGAATGGTATTGGAGATACTACGAATATCGTGTTGAACTGTTCCCTTACCTATATCTTGTAGAATTAGAATATCTGCATTTGAGTTTTGGTGGTAAGGTTCCCTGACAACAGTAACATCATCACTTACATACACTAATGTATTATTTACTATAACTGTTTGATTTTGTGGTAGACAACCAGCATATACAGATATTACCAGGAACAATAATAACGATATATACTTCATTTTTATATTCTCTCAATATTTTTTTATTATAACATTTTTTTCTTTTATAATTATATAATTATAAAACCTAATTTAAAATATATTTGGATGGGGATATATTGATATATCAATTATAATTTATGCAAGTTTAATATTTCGTTGGGTATTAGGAGTGTAATAATATATAGAATTTAATTTATATTTTAAATAGGTATTTGGTGCGATAAGATTATTCCATCCTGGAAGGGTAACTTTACTGACAATATCCTCTAAATATAATGTTGTGGGTTCATCGGAGACTATTGGTATGGAAATAGTAATTATTTTTGTTGAAACATTATAATCATAGGTAGTGTTAGTGACATAGACAGGCTTCATACCATTACGATCTAAAGCATTTAATATAGCTTGTCCGAGAGATGTGGTATCTGATTGTAAAAGAGTGGGGTTTATATCGGAGGTAACTTCTAAATTCACCTTATACATTTGTAAGCGTTATCTTTTTATAGGATATTTTATTCATTTAATAAATTTTAGTGGAATATTTATAAATTGATTTAAATATATTATTATATAAATTATAAATGTTGCATGCTGTATTAGATGTTGATAATACTTTATTGAAATCAGAAGTTAAATGTGGACAATTAAAATCAATAGCATTTCGCCCGTATCTAAAAGAGTTTCTATTATATTTATTTGAAAATTTTGAAACGGTTAGTATATGGACTGCCGGAAATAAATTATATTTTAACGAACTTCAACCTAAAATTGAAGAATATCTTCCTCCTAATAAATATTTTCATAAGATTTTTACTTCCGAAAGATGTACTATCAAACATCATATTCAAAATGGAGATATCTTAGTGCTAAAGAAACTTAAAAAATTAATAAAACAATTACCTAATGCCAATGTTCACAATACCATTATTATAGATGATAATAAAACTACAGCAATAAAAAATTATGGTAATTTACTCCCTATTTATCCATATTATGGAGAAGAAGAAGATACAGCGTTGAAAGATTGTATAATAGTATTGGAATATATTAAGGAAATGTATAAAGGGGATGGAACGGTGAGAAAGATAGATAAAAGATACTTAATATAATTAGAAAGTATAAAAGATAAAAATGGGTAATTACCGAAAAATATCATATATGATATTCCTAGTCGCATCTATGAGCTTATTATCCTCTATAAATATAATATGGGCTGATAATCCACCATATTTAAGTCAGGGAGGAACCGTAAATTCTTTAAATCATAATTTTATTCCAAACGATGATCTTCAATTATGTGATGATGTATTCTCCTGTATGAATACTTTGTGTTCTTTATATAACAACAGAGACATCGACGCTAGTTATGTTATTATTAATCCATTAACAGTAATAAAGGATATAGGATGTGGTAATGATATGGCAACATATTATATTTTACAAAATTTAAATCCAACTATTTTGTCATCATATATTCTTATTTATGTCTCTATTCTCTTTCATTTATTCCTAATCTTCCTATATAGAACATGTTTAAAGATAAAAAGAACATATAATGTTATTGGATATATTCCAAGAGTTATTTTAATTATTTCTTATATTTTATATATTTATTATACATTTAGATATTCAAATTATGGAAATTCATTGTTAATATGGGATTTATCTTATAAGACGGTAACTACTGTGGTCCTTATATTTGAACTTATTATAAATTATATGTATAATGTTAAGAAGGAGAGATTGTCCCCTCCTGATATGATTTAATTGATTTTATATATTTATTTCCTAATATATAAAAGAATGAAATCCAAATTATATTTTTACGTTCCTTACATTATATTCATGATTTCCAATATACATCTCTTCTATTCCATCAATCTTATAGGAATTAATAATCCAAAATATATGAAGAATGGTGCGTCTGTATATGGATTAGATAATAAATATTTACCAACTAGTAATAGGGAGATTTGTCAAAATGTTATGTCCTGTATGGAAAAAATATGCGTAATTTATAGTGGAGGGGAAGCATCTCATGTCGTATTTGACCCACTATATAAGATAAATTCATGTCAAGAAGATATATATTTATATGAAAAGTTGCAAGATTTAGATTGGACTATTTTAGCATCATATATTCTAATTCCTATATCTTTTGTATTTTTTACGACATTATTAATTGTATATTTATCATGTAATATATCTAAGGGTATGGTTGTAAACTTTGTAGAAATTGTTATACGATGTCCAACATATTTGGCATATATATTGTATATTATATTTATATGTAATAATATGAATTTTGATATAAATTTTACTAGTGTGGATATTTTCAGTAAGGCTACAATATTAGCATTTTTAGCATTTGAGTTTATATTCACTAGAATACATTTAACTAATATTATACAAAGATATAATGAATATCAAGAGTTAATAGAATAAGAACATAAGTCTAGATTATTATAATTATAATAATCTTACATTTTCATATTTGATAGACAATAAAATACGATATGATAGTGAGAATTATATTTTATAAGTTGATGTCATCTAAAAATATTTTTATAACTATCTCTTCTAAAATTATTTTTATAAGTTAATGTCATCTAAAATAATTTTATAACTATCTCTTCTAAAATTATTTTTATAAGTTGATGTCATCTAAAATAATTTTATAAGTTGATGTCATCTAAAATATTTTTATAACTTCATCTCTTCTAAAAATAATTTTATAACTATCTCTTCTAAAAATAATTTTATAACTTTATCTCTTCTAAAAATAATTTTATAACTTCATCTCTTCTAAAAATAATTTTATAACTTCATCTCTTCTAAAAATAATTTTATAACTTCATCTCTTCTAAAAATAATTTTATAACTTCGTCTCTTCTAAAAATAATTTTATAACTTCATCTCTTCTAAAAATAATTTTATAACTATCTCTTCTAAATTTTACGAAAGATAAAGTTATGAAATATTTTAAAATGAATAGTTATAAGATAAAAATGGTATAGATAGTATGGTAATAATTCTTTATAATTTTGATATCATGGATACCTATACACGGAGATTTGATGTGATTATATCTAAAATAATAAAATTAGAGGTCACAATAACTATATAAATTTTTATATCTACCAACCAATTAGTTTGGATGATACTTTTGTAAGTTTCATGTATGAGTATCCATGAAATTAAAATGATATAGAATTATTACCATACTATCTATATCATTTTTATCTTATAACTATTCATTTTAAAATATTTTTATAATTATAAAAATATTTCATAACTTCATCTCTTCTAAAATAATTTATAACTATCTCTTCTAAAATATTTTTATAATGTTCCATTCTAAAATAATTTATAACTTCGTCTCTTCTAAAATATTCTTGAAAGTTTATTTATTTTATAATGCATAATTATAAAATAAAAATGGTATAGATAGTAAGGTACTAGTTCTTTATAATTTTGATTTCATGGATACCTACCCATACATGAAATCTTCAACAACGGTTGGTAAGTAATTGTTTCAGATAGACAAGATTTTATATATTTGTTACACTTATTAATTTGATTATATTATATTGTGGTTACTGAGATTTTTCATGTATGGGTAGGTATCCATGAAATCAAAATTATAAAGAACTAGGACCTTACTATCTATACCATTTTTATCTTATAATGCATTCATATCATTATAAAATTATTTTATAACTATCCATTCTAAAATAATTTATAACTATATCATCTTAAAATAATTTTATAACTATCCATTCTAAAATAATTTATAACTATATCATCTTAAAATAATTTTATAACTATCTATTCTAAAATAATTTTATAACTATCTCCTCTAAAATAATTTTATAACTATCCATTCTAAAATAATTTATAACTATCCATTCTAAAATAATTTTATAACTATCCATTCTAAAATTATTTTATGACTATCTCCTCTAAAATAATTTTATAACTATCCATTCTAAAATTATTTTATAACTATCCATTCTAAAATTATTTATAACTATCTCCTCTAAAATAATTTTATGACTATCTCCTCTAAAATTATTTTATGACTATCTCCTCTAAAATTATTTTATAACTGTCTCCTCTAAAATAATTTTATGACTATCTCCTCTAAAATTATTTTATAACTATCCATTCTAAAATTATTTATAACTATATCATCTTAAAATAAGATAAGATAGGGGTGTGATTCTGGGAGTTGAATAATTATATAATCTAATATGATTATATAATGTATTATGCGTTGATATGTTATAATGATGGAGATAATTCAACTTGCAACCATTTAATTCCAGTTTTCGAACGACCATTAACATCATAAGACATAGAATTATATGTTGCCCCATAATTAGGTAATTCGTTTTTCAAAAGTTCTTCAAATACCTCATATGATGGAACCTCAGACAGACATGCAATTTTATTATTTACTCTAATCATTAATGTTTTACCATCATCCATCAGATCAAACATTCCAGCTTCAACATAACTTAAACATTCCTTAATATATGGAATAACGTTCTTCGTTCTAATATCCTCTCTTTGTTTACATAATCTTTCCTCGTTGACTTGCAATGCTTGGGAAAATGTTTTACTCATCTTTGTCAATATATTATAACTTTAAAAATATCAATTTGTTCCATTAAATTTGATTTCTTAAATAATAAAATCTTTGAATACGCAAACATAACATGGAATATATATTGAATGATAAAGAAAGAAATAGTTACATTCTTCTTTACAGAAATTGGATACAAAAGGAGACAGCAGATATTATGTTACCATATTTAATGGAAGGTATACCTTGGGAAACTACTAAAATATATAATAAAGATTATACGACAGAACAAAGAAGAAGAACATGGATGTTGGGAGATCAATCCTTAAGATATATTAATATTTATGGAAGTGAACATACAATATATCCATGGAATATGTCAACCACCCCTTCATCTTTAGATAATAAATTAGAATATGTGAAATGGCTAATACCAAACTTATCCACTCAATTCTTACCATTATTAAATAAATGGATAACAGAATTGGGATTGTGTAATGGAAAAGAATATAATGGTCCTAATTCATGTTTAATAAATGAATATAGAGATGGGAAGGCAGGAATTGGATATCATTCCGATAGAGAGGCAGTTGGTCCATTAGGGGAAGTAATAACGATAAGCTTAGGAGGTCCTAGAGACTTTTGTATTAAACCTTTATTCAAAAAAGATAAACCAATAAAAGTATCGTTGGGATCTGGAGATCTGGTTTTTATGTTAGGTAATACTCAACAATATTATGCTCATTCCATTCCATATCGTGCCCATGCTAATTATCGTCTATCTATTACATATCGATATTTAAATGCATAATATTAATTATGTCGGTATATTACTATCTATAGATATAAATTCCATATTTTTAAATTGTTTTCGGACCAATGGTTGTAAATTTAATGGGTCCGGTAGTGGTTCTAGTTTTGTATCATTATCGCTATCATTATTGTTCTTCAACCAATCAGGAACCCAATTATAATCGTCCATTTTTAATAAATCAGATTATATAATTTAAGATCAATAATTATATAATTATATAATTATGAATATTACATATGAACATGAAATAAATATGTATGATTAACGGAGGCAGACAAAGTTTCTTTATCTTTATATAAAAATCGATCGAGATCAAAGAAGTCAGTCCATAAGTTATAATTGCCATCGATAAATATAATATATCCTTCATTAGTATATATATAATTAGTATCCGTACTATCCTCGAAAATTGGATTCAAATAAAATTTATCATCAGAAAAGTAATTACCACATATTAATATATTATTTTCTATATCAATAACTAAAGTTGTATCTTCACCACAACTGACCAATTTTGCTTTTACCCCAATAACTTGAGTTGGAATAATAACGTTGGCACCTCTTCCTATCACTTCTATATTATCCCCTAACCCTAATCTTCCATCTTGATTTTCCACACCATCATCTTCCTCTTCTGGATATCGTGTACTTCCCCATGAATTGTTATAATATTCTCCTCCATTAGAACCAAATGTCCATAAATTATCTTGTAAATCAATAAATGCAGTATGTTCACTACCACAACTAATATATCTAGCCGTATGATCCTGTATAATATAAATTTGTGGTATTAATTCTTGCTGTATTCCTTCTGTATTTTGTAATACAATAGGATTATTTTCTTGAAGAGTTCCTAATCCTAATTGACCATTACTATTAGATCCAAATACTATTATATTTCCATCTATATCGATTATCCCAGTATGATATCCACCACAAGATATTTGTTTTGCTTTTATATTAGGAAGTATTATAGGTATATCTGTATGATATAATCCAACTAATACATTATCAATATACTTTAATGGTGCAAATCCTAATCTTCCATAAAGATTACTTCCGTACATCCATACATTTCTATCAGAATCTATGATACCAAGATGATATGGACCAGAACTAATTTGCTTAGCATTTCCACCAAATATAAGTTTTGGAGGGGATCTTATCCATCCTTCTATCTTTCCTTCTTTATTTTCAATTATATATACTCTATTATCTAATCCTATGAATACTATATAATCATGTCCGGCTCTTATAGATTTTGCTCTTACATTAGGAATAGTTATTCCTTTCTTATTCTCTTGGCTATATATAGTTATAGTTCCATATTTATCTCCTAATCTTTTATTTTTAAAAGTCTTGCTTCCTATAATATAATTAATATTCTTATTAATGGAAGCCATGGAAGGAAATTGCATAGCCGGAACTTGCATTCCTATTTCCATAATCATATCATTTGGAAGAGTGTTCATTACTTTTATATATTCACCTTTATATCATACAATTGATTATTTATTTAAAATTTATATGTATATAAATTTTAAGAGATAATTTATATACATATAAATTTTAAGAGATAATTCATGGAAGATATAATATTACCAACAGATATATTATATGAAATATGTAAAGTATTAGATACAAATACTTTAGCTAACTTCATCTTATGTAATAAATATTTTATGTGTAATAAGTATTTACAATTAGTAGATAAGAAGATTATAAATGTTGGGGAATTACACCAGAAGGATATTCATAAATTATTAGTTACTAGATATGAAAGTATAAATAAACGTTATGGTGAAAGAATTATCTTTCATAATATCGGTGATAGTCATAAATTATTATTACAGAAGACGGACTGTGCCATTATTGTTGGATGTGAAGATGCGACAGAAAGAATGATTGTGCATGAATGGGCCGAACGTCGAGGGTTACGACATAGTGCTTGTAGATATGAAGGATGTTATGAAGGTGTAGATGATGTATATTTATATAAATGCAGTTGTGGGACTGTGAGATATCGAAAGGATGTTATCGCAGTTTCTGGACATCAATACGATTCCGGATATTGGGTATGTTTAGAATGTGATACTTATAATTATTATGATGACGAAGATGGCGATAGAGGTAGGGTTATAGATTATTATAATGCAGTAATAATGGGATATAATTTACCGGATAAAGTGGGAAAAAGAATGAGGAGACGAAGAAACAAGATAAAGAAGGAGATACCAAATGTGCGTATTAATTTTAATAGTATAAGTTTAAATGTGATTAAAGTTATATCCTTATCGTTAATAAGTAAGGATAAATTAAAAGGCGTTATAACATATTAAATTGATTTTAAATAATTTTCTTTAGATAGATTAAGATGTATTCTTTACAAGGTCACGCTTTATTAAATTATGTTGGTAATTGCAAAGATGAAGATGAACTTAAATGTCTAAAAAAGAAGATAAAGGAACAATTGGGCTTGGTTAAGGAAAGAAAATTATTAGATAAAATACTTCCTGATGGTGATGTGTATAATGAAGCATTAAAGAATAAGGTAGTATCATTTGAGAGAGTTACATATGAATCGTATGGAAAGATTGGTGTAAAATATTATATAACTTTCGAAGGAGGACATATTATACATTTAAATAAATTTTATGATTACTCTTTAACAAGACTATTACATAAAGACGGGGGAACTTCGGTTAATGGAACAATTGCTACTTCAACAACGGCAACAAAGGGAGGTGATCCACCAATGGTATATATTTATGTTTTGTTAGATGAGGATATTTTACCATTTATACGGGACATTGGATTGGAGAATGAAAGTTTATATGTAGAAAAGATGAGAGATCTATTAATTGGTTATATTAATGAATATAAAGATGTAAACTATGGAGTTGTCACCCAAGATGAATATATTAATTCCTACCATGGACTATTAAAAATCAAGTAGATAATATATTATATCATATTTTATATTTATATGTATAAATGTAAAGTTGTATGAACTTAATATATTTTATATGAAATCCTTCTTGGGAGAGTACACATGAAGAAGAATATATTAAATTTATACAACATAACAGTAATACCATAATTATCTTATAATATTAGATTATAACATATTTTGTATTGGTATATCTTAATCTTATATAAGATTATATAAGATTATATAAGATTATATAAGATTATATAATGTATAATTAAAATTATAGGTTGGCTGTGTTTTCCTTAAATATTTCATCTCTATCAAAATTTATGTTAACATGAGGTTTAAATATGAATGTTCTACCATTCTTTTCTATAACTTTGCCATATAATGATCTATCATTCACATACATTGTAATATAATTAATCTTTTTATGCATATTAGAATTTACGATCTTATTAATTTCATCGATCTCTTTTTCTCCTGTGGAATATAGGATAAAACCCAATGATGTATAGTTTGGAATATCTATTGGATTTGTTTTTCTATCATATGTAAATAATTTTATGCAATCATCAACATTAAAAGGTCCACTTAATTCATCAAATCCTCCTATTTCATCTATATGTAGAGACTTAGATAATTTTATCACATCTCCCTTATCACCATCATAAATAATATTGGCTTTATCTATATTAAGTGCTATATAACCATAATTTAAACCTGTAACCACCTCATGATTTAATACAATGTTAACTGGATTTGGTAATTGAGTTAAAGATAAATAAAAATTTTCTGTTATCTCCTCATGTTCAGGAGTGATAGTATCATTATCTCTAATAATATTCCAATCTAACGATAAATATACATTCTTAAAGTTTCCAGTATTTAATAACATAATAATAATTTCTAAAATTTGTAGATAATTAGCATTATGTACATAATGTACCACTAATGATTCATTACATATAAATATATAACCATTATCGTATTGAGTTTCATCGAGACCATATAATAATAAATATTTATCCTTGAAGTTATTATTTATATTTTTCTTCTTTCCATTAACTATATTATATCCATTTAAATAATTATCTAAGAAAGTTTTTATCATTCGATATGAATATTCTTCGTGTGTAATAAAATTAAACTGTAATATTCCAATCCTTAATGATGGATGAACGCACAAGAAGAACATATCAGAAATATCGGTTATAGACACCAAAACTCTTCTTTCATCTATAGATTTTACTTTGTAAACGTTTGGGTATGCTGATAAAATTGGAACATGCACAACACTTTCAACAATATTCGGACTATCTTCTATTCTAACTAATTCCCCGTCATCATTTTCACTATATTCGACAACATCAACTCCCCTATTTATTTCTATCACACAATTTTTTGCTATATCGTATAGGGGATTAAATCCTTGATCATTAGTGCTGACTATTATTCTTTGAAGTGTTCTAACATCGGTTATGTTGGAAAGGATATCACATTGGGTTTCTGGTGGAAGTACAAATATATCATTTAAATTAATATTATCCATTTTATATAATATATTATATTATTATTTCACATTTATAAATTTATATATCCTATAATAATATATTGGTTATTTATCCCACTATCTAACTCCATACTGACATCATACATAATATTATTTAAGATTTTCAATATTATAATACTAAATACATGAATAAATAATATTATGTATGATGTAGATTATATAAAATTGAATTAAAAATTATTAATATAAAAATTTTGGAGGTATTAATAAGATACAATAATGGAGTTAACTTATGACAATTGGATGGAAATAATCCAATATTTAAATGGCCAATGTATAAAATATTTAGGACGATGTAACAAACAACTACAACAATTTATAAATAGCGAAACATTAAAACGCCATTTATTATTAAATAGATTACAATATAGATATAGAGAAGATGTAAAAATGTCAGAATTATTAGAAGTATTATATGAGTTAGAAAAGAATTATAACAATATTACTAAATTTAATACCATTCCTTGGGTTTGGGATTATCATAATTCTAAACAATTTAATGTAATGTTGAAGAAGAAGGTAGGAATTGTAGATATGGATGATGTTTCCACAGATGATGTCTTATTAGTTCATGAATTTCTTAAACCAAGAGCAGAATTATTTACTTTATATGACATACCTAATGACACAAAGTTATATTATTTAACCTTGGCATTTAATGATGAGATGGAAGATGGGGATTTAATAAAATTATTAGAAGATTCAGAGGTGGATGATACTACAGTGAAACAATTATGTCTTAAATATAATAGAGTATCCATTCTTAATAAGAAATATAAAAGTTTTAACTATAAGGATATTATTAATACAGGATATTCAACTTTTGAGACAAATAATAAAGATAACCTCATATCCGCATATTTGTTAAATGGTGGTAATATGATGTACATTGATAATTGGAAGTTATTATATGAAAGTGAAAATCCAAATCTGTTTTATTCTAAGTTCCCTAATAGATTCATATCCAATAAGTATTTTAAAATGGGGTTAGATGGAATCTTATATAATGGAGCGGGTTATCGGGAGGAGAAGTACATGATATATTATTATATTGCTGGTTGTTTAATGCGAAGATCATATAATATGGCTATAGACTATGAATATTTGTCTGCAATCATTAAGAACTTATCAGAAGAAGATATTAAAATAGTAAGAAAATTTTCATTGTATTTATTGGATAAAGAATTAATTAAAATATTATATAAAGAAAAACATCATTTATTATATGCGGATATGGTATTATACAATGTTGATATGAGAAAACATAAAGTTATATTTGATGTTATGGATGAGATATATAAGGATGGATTGTTATCGATAGCAGGAACTTTAGAAAATTTAGAGATTAACAATATTCATAAAATAAATTTTTATTCGGTTATGATGTTATGTATTAAAGATAAGAAACATAAAAGTTCATGCATAGAGATAATTAAACGTAAAAGTAAAACGCTCTCATCTTCTTATAATAAAATTAAACAGGCTATTATTCATGCATTATTAGAGGACATATTATAAATCATACCATTTATATTATATAATCATAGATTATATAATTATAGATTATAGATTACCTTATACTATAGCCATATATAATTATAGATTATAGATTATAGATTATAGATTACAGATTATATAATTATAGATTATATAATTATAGATTATACATTATAGATTATATAATTATAGATTATAGATTACCTTATACTATAGCCATATATAGATTATAGATTACATAATTATAGATTATATAATTATAGATTATACATTATATAATTATACATTATAGATTATATAATTATAGATTATAGATTATAGATTACATAATTATAGATTATACATTATATAATTATACATTATAGATTATATAATTATACATTATAGATTATATAATTACCTTTATAGATTATAGATTATATAATATTAACATTATGTAATATAATAGATTCTAATAACATTTTATAATATATACAATATTTATATTATATATAAATATTATGTAATTTTACATATTCTTAGTTATCTCCTTAAATAAGGAGTTACATTCAAAGTCACAAACTTTCCATTGTTTAAAGATAATACTTCTATCATTGATCTTAATATCTCCTACTAAAAACTCCGGATGTTTAACATATAAAATAAGGGTTCTAATATTTCGATGTAATTTGCTATTTATTATTTTATCTATAATAGCCTTTTCACTTTTTATAGACATCATTCTTAGATTAGGGTTTGTATGTAGTCCTAATGTTGACAGACAACCTACATCACTAAAGAAAGATAATGCATCTTCTATTTCTAATGGAGCTGATAGAGATGTTGGTAAATCTCCTTCTATCATGGAAGACAATGATATACTTTGATTAAAAAATTTATTTTTAATAATATTAACCTCTCGTAAATTCTTTAGGACCTGATTCAAAGAATCATCAAGTTGATCATATGCAGAATATAAGACAATATTAACATAACCGTAAATCGTAAAATTATTAAGAACCTCAAAAATGTCATTATCTGAGCGAATCAGATTCCAACGCATGGATAGATATACTTCGTTAATACATCTACTCTTAATCAAGAAAGATATAATTTTTAGCATATCATCCTGTTTGTTTTCCCAACAGTGAACAATTAATGTTCCTTCATATACTAAAATATAATCTTTGGCGTTGCATCCAAAATCAAACACTGGACGAAATAAGAAACATTTATTCTTAAAATTGTTGCTAATTTTTTCTTCTTTTCCATTATCTGCTACTTTATATCCATTAATGTAAGTTTTAAGAAATTGTAACATCATAGGATATATTAATTGGTCATCGAAACGAAAATTAAAAGTTGATATCGACAAAGATGGATGTGATGCAATAGTATAAATGTCCGATATAGATGATATAGTTATATTACTAACTTTTTTCACATATGGAAATGCACCAACTGTAGATGGTAAAATATCATATATAGAACTATTAATCTCATTAACAGAATATTTAGCGATATCGTATAGTTCTTTATTGTTACTTTGTATTATATTGTCCAAAGTATCGCAATCTGTAATGTTTGAGATTGCTTGGAATTGTAATTCCCTTGGTAATGCTAGAAGATTAAATGTATCCATTATGTATGTCATTATACATATATAATTTAAATTATGTAATCAATTTATCTGTGAAAAATATGAAATCATATCCTTCATAGTATTTTCCGATTTCATTATCTTAGTTATATTCTTTAATATGGTTTTACTAATATTATTCTTATATACCTTTATATTATTAAATGATGAAGATATAGGTTCATATACCTTATCTGATATATCTATTTCTGATATAATATTTAAAGTATAATTTTTATCATTCATATAATGATATATATCAAATAATTCTGGAGCATCGTAGAATATGATGTTATACCAATGTAAACTTAAATATATATTTTTATAGGTATTAGTTTTAAGTAACATGACTACTATAGTAAGTATACTATCCTTATCATATGGGCTGCCATAATCCGCATCAATCACAAGTATATCACCGCACATAAATATATATTCTATATCATTATATGGGATTAATATACATTTATTAGATAAATTATTTTTACTATGTAATTGTAAGAACTGATATATCATAAAATATTTATATTCAGTGTCATAATCAAAATATAATTGATAGATGGCTAATGATGGATGCGAGTTTACAGCAAATATATCAGATAAATTACATATTTTTATTGAATTATAACATTGATATACATCAGGATATTTACATAAGATATTAGTATCTATGTATTCTATATTAGGATCATATATATACTTTATATAACCTTTAAATTTATTATGTAGTTGTATATCTGTAGAGAAAGATTTTAAGGTTTTAATATCGTTTGCATAAGAAAAAACCTTGTATACAATTTCTGGAGGTATAATATCCATCTTAAGAATTTATAACATCATAAAATTGATTATATAATCAATTTATTATATATATCACGAAATATGAATAATTTGGAGGATTTGGTTAATTCCGATAGGAATAAAAGCTTTGGATTTGTGGGATTTGATGATAAAGATGAGGATATGCTCTGTGATGAAATAAATAAATGTATGAATTTAGACTCTGACTCTGACTTAGACTATGATATATGTGATAAAATAAATAAATGTACGAATTTAGACTCTGACTCTGACGATGATATATGTGATAAAATAAATAAATGTATGAATTTATGTAATGAGTATAGTTATGATATTTGTAGAGATTTTATTTATTACATCCCTTATGGAATAAAAGATTGTCAAGATGTTAAGGATAGAAGTTATAAATATAATAAAGACTCAAACACTCATGATATTATCGAAAATGGAACATTAACCAAATATGGAGGTTTCTTTTTGGAGGCAGATAGAATATTAAAAATTAAAGGATTACCTAGTGTTAAAAAGGTATTAGATAATGGATTATTTAATGGAGCTTATGTGGCGGGATCTTCTGCCTTATATTATTTTATGGAATTAGTTGGATTTAGAACTGATTGGAAGTCGAGTGATGTTGATATATTTATTCCTGGTAGTAATATTAATACTAGAGTAAAGTTAGGGAATTTAGATATTGTACATAGAACTGAATCAAATATTGTAGATATATTATTAAATTTTGATTTACCATGTTGTCGTATTGCATATGACCTTAATGGAGATTTTTGGATATCAACTCATTGTATTTCCACTATTTACCTTGGTTTCTATCCTAAATCAAGTATTAAAGAAAATAAAACTCCACCTTATGCAACAACAAAAGAAAGTATAGAATTATGTGAAAAATATTGTAAAGAAAGATTGGAATATAGAATTGGGAAATATAAAGATAGAGGATTTAATATTCTAAAGTCTGAACACAACAATAAAGAGTTTTTTAAATATAGATTATATAATAATACGGATGTGAAAATGTATCTTGATGATCCAAAAACATTTAAATGTTACAAGGACAGAAGAATATTTAAATATTAAACAAATTATGATATCATGATTATTATAATTATGATATAAGCTTAAGAGGGACAATTGCAATTATAAGAAGAAAAGACGGAATCATCAACAATATTACTGTAATTTGTTACGGTATATGTGGATGTGTATGTTCCATCAGCTATAACGGTTATTTCTGGATATGTGGTATTAGGTTTATGATAGAAGGTTATGGTGGCCTTCTGACCATCTCGTACAAGAAGTCCTTCATATACTAGATATCCCATTATATATCCAATAAATTTAGAATCATCATATTGTCTTTTTAAGGTTGCATAATTATATTGCGATCTAATACAAAATTTATCTCCTGTACCATCATTACCGACAAGTTCATAAGTAAAGTTGCTTAGCACACATATACTAAAGGTCGTTCCATTAGTATGATATTCTTCATATGATCTAGTTCTATTAGTGTTTAATACATATCTTCCCGTTCCAGAATATACGACTTTTTCTCCTTGTTTTATTACCTCTGTTCCTTCTGTTGAATAATTTCCCTCATAATCTAATGATGATACTTGGGTTAAAACTAAAAATAATAGTAAAATATATGAAAATGTTGACATATTTGATCTTTTATATTGTATATATTTTTAAAATTTTCAATATATAACAGAAGAAAACTTTCTTCTTTATATTTCACTTCATGATTCTTTTATTGTATTTTAATTATAATATTTTATAACATTTTTATTCAATAATATAGATCATATTTTACATGTAATTATTAATATATTAATAATTACAAGAAAATAAGATATTTATTTTATAATTAGTACTATAATTATAAATAGGGATATAAAATATAAATGTCGACAAGTAAAATTCCCGAAGAACTTTTAGAAAGTTTTAAAAATTTAGATAGAAATACGGCAGAAAATGCTCTGCAATCTTATAAATTCTATTATAATTTGTATTATGCGCAATTATCGAATTTAAAATGTAATGAAAGATTATGGAAATGTAAAAATTACAATGAAGAACTTGAAGATTTAGAGTCTAAAGTTAAATTATTTTCATCCTGTATTAGATGTTTAGAAAATGGCGTATCGTATATCTAAATATATAATATATAATATTCATAAAATGAGAATATTATATAAGGTAATTAGAAAAGAGGAAGGAGGATTAAGAAAGAGAAAATGGAAAGGAGAAAGAAAATATCATTTTTAGTATTATTTTTTGTATTTAGTATGGTTGGAATAATATCTGGTGGTGTCGCATTTTTAAATTTACATTACTTTCTAAGGATAAAAGATGTAAAGACAGAAGAATGCAAAGTTATAGGATATAAAGAATGTATTACAAATGGAGATATTATATCCTATATATTACATTTACAAATGAATAATTGCACGTCGTTGTATGAAAAATTTGATATTTCCATATCATCTTATATGGATGTTGCCAGTTGTTCTGAATATTGGAATCGTAGTAATATGACATATGTACCCTGTATGATCAAAGATTGTGATATTATATTAGAACCACCAAGTTTGTATATAACTATATTTTCTGTTTTATTTGTATTATCTATATGTTGTATATTTATTTCTATAATATGTATGATGATGAGATGTAGGAATGGGACATATTATAAATATGAAACTATATTCTCAAAACATTATCCTTATCACTAATTATATAACAGATTATGTAAATTATAGTTTATAATAAATGAGATAATAATTTAATCTTTGATAGATAAAAGATGTTAAGTTCAAGAAATATTTTTAAAGATATTACTTTGTATATGTGTATTCTGCACTTTTTCATACACTTTTTGAACAAGGATGCGGAATTTATAGATATACCACATCATTGTATCCTTAATGTCTTATCTCTTTTCCTTCTTCATAAATATAAGATTTGTAATAAGAAAATAAAAATGGTATTAACTGGTATATATGTATTAGGATTTTATTATTTATTACAAAGATGGTTACAATTTTATGATCCAATAAATATTGTGGGGGTACCGTGTAGTATATTTTTATTTATATTTACATCACAATTTAATTGTACTATAGTGTATTGTTGGCAGTATAATAGAATGATAACAAATAAAGTATTATGTATATTTTTGGTATTATCGAGTGTTTTTGCATTGGGTGATGCAGGTGAAGATAAATATCTTCTTATATTGGAATATTTAATGTATTGTACTATATCGTATAGATATCTATAGTGTATTTAAACCAGATAATTTTATAATCTATTATGATTATAAAGTACTAACTAAAGTCTTGATATTAATCATATCAAGTAGAGCTTGCTATCTTATATTTAAGATTATAATCTTCTATAACTTCATAACTTTGTAATTCTACAACTTCATAACTTTATAATTTCTTATAACTTTGTAATTCTGTAACTTTATAAAATTATAATCTTCTATAACTTTGTAATTCTGTAACTTTATAAAATTATAATCTTCTATAACTTTGTAATTCTGTAACTTTATAAAATTATAATCTTCTATAACTTTATAAATTTATAAAATTATAATCTTCTATAACTTTGTAATTCTGTAACTTTATAAAATTATAATCTTCTATAACTTTATAATCTCTTGTAATTTATAATCTTCTATAACTTTATAACTTTATAAAATTATAATCTCTTGTAATTTATAATCTCTTGTAATTTATAATCTTCTATAACTTTATAACTTTATAAAATTATAATCTCTTGTAATTTATAATCTCTTGTAATTTATAATCTTCTATAACCCAATCGAAGATAGGGCGAAGCACTTGCTATCATATGATGGCAAGTATTACTTTATAATTTCTTAAGAAGAAAATTATAAGATAAAATGATATTAACATTATGTCTATATCTATATATAATATTAATATTATGTGTTGGTACACATGAAATTAATGAAGTACTGATAAGTTATAACGATTTCAATTTGAACATATATAGTCCTACAAAAACAATTTACTAATTATCTACTTAGTAAATATAATTTCATGTGTACCAACACATAATATTAATATTATATATAGATATAGACATAATGTTAATATCATTTTATCTTATAATTTTCTTCTTAAGAAAATATAGAAGATTATAATTTTATAAAGTTATAGAAGATTATAATTTTATAAAGTTATAGAAGATTATAATTTTATAAAGTTACAAGTTATAGAAGATTATAATTTTATAAAGTTATATAATTATAAAGTTATAGAAGATTATAATTTTATAAAGTTATTAAGTTATAAAGTTATAGAAGATTATAATTTTATAAAGTTATTAAGTTATAGAAGATCATAATTTTATAAATATAAGATTATAAATGATACTAATAGTATGGTTATAAATTAATGTAATTTATAATTTATGTATACTTATGCATGACTAATTCTTTAATATTTCATGATTATTAATTATGTATTTTAATATAGGTATCAATATTAAAAGTAATCTTATATATTTTACTTTATTCTTTTATGAGTTCGTAAACAAGTATAAAATTTATATTTCAGAAGTTTACAAGTATATATAATAATTTTTTATAAACCATATATTATATAATTCCTTTAACAACGTATTTTTATATTCACTTAAAAGAATAAAGTAAAATATATAAGATTACTTTTAATATTGATATCTATATTCATAATTGATGATCAATAATCATGAAATATTAGGAAATTAGCCAAGTATAGGTATACATGAATTATAAATTACATTAATTTATAACCATACTATTAGTATCATTTATAATCTTTCATAAATTATCAACTTTATAAAATTATAATCTTTCATAAATTATCAACTTTATAAAATTATAATCTTCTATAACTTTATAAAATTGTAAAATTATAATCTTCTATAACTTTATAAAATTGTAAAATTATAATCTTCTATAACTTTATAAAATTATAATCTTCTATAACTTTATAAAATTATAATCTTCTATAACTTTATAAAATTATAATCTTCTATAACTTTATAAAATTATAATCTTCTATAACTTTATAAAATTATAATCTTCTATAACTTTATAAAATTATAAAATTATAATCTTCTATAACTTTATAAAATTATAAAATTATAATCTTCTATAACTTTATAAAATTATAAAATTATAATCTTCTATAACTTTATAAAATTATAATCTTCTATAATTCTATAACTTTATAATTTATAAATATAATAATAAAATGATACTAATAGTATGGTTATAAATTAATGTAATTTATAATTCATGTATACCTATACTTGGCTAATTTTCATTAATTTACAATTAACAAGAATGAATTATCAACATTGATATCCATATTAAAATAACATTTGATATTGAAAGTTATTCTGTCCATCTCTTATATAACATTAATGTTATATATAAGAAATAGGGAATAAGATGAAGAAAAATATGCTATTAGTGGAATTCTATAACTTTATAAAATTATAATCTTCTATAGTTTTATTTATAACTTTAGAATTCTATAATTCTATAAAACTATAGAAGATTATAATTTTATAAAGTTATAAAACTATAGAAGATTATAATTTTATAAAGTTATAGAATTATAGAAGATTATAGAATTACAAAGTTATAGAAGATTATAATTTTATAAAGTTATAGAATTACAAAGTTATAGAATTACAAAGTTATAGAAGATTATAATTTTATAAAGTTACAAAGTTATAGAATTACAAAGTTATAAAATTATAGAATTATAGAAAGTTATAGAAGATTATAATTTTATAAAGTTATAGAATTATAGAAAATTATAAAGTTATAAAGTTATAACTATAGAAAGTTACAAATTTATAAAAGATTATATAATTACAAAGTTATTAAATTATAAAAATTACATATCGATATAATTATTAGGTATACTAACTAAATATATATCGTTAATATTCAATCTATCAACAAGCACCCCAGATAGCTCATTTAAATCTATATTCCTAAATTGCCAGATAGTCCTATGCTCTCTAATAATCTCCTCTCCAACTAATATTTTATTATTCACTATCGTCAAATATGTATTAGGAAATATTAACTTTATATTATAATCATCACTATTGTGTAAAAATATATCTAAATTTTCATATTGGCATATATATGTTATATTATTTATCTCATCAATATATTCCACTAAATTTTTATCAACTTCCTCTATATTTTCTATACATATAGAACTTAATCCTTCATTTGTTATTAAAGGTCTAATATTATTTATATCTGCACCATCCTCCAATGATTCTAAATCTATATATTTTATATTATTTTTTCCCATATTTAATATAAATCCGGATTTATTCATATTAATAGTTAATGTACCTTTATAATGAAAAATTTGTTTTCCTCCCACCACAAATTTCTGTATTTTCCTAATCAATAAATCTTTATACTTCTTACTATCAATATATTTAGATATTATAGAACCAAGAATATTATTCGCTTCTAAAGTTTTAACATTACTTCTCCTACCTCTAAGAAAATTAAAATATGATAATGGAATTGTTCCGGAAAATATATGTAAAAATGTTAATATATCATCTATTTTTGCAACTAATTTACATTCCAATATTTCATTTTCCAAACGTATCCTGGTATTTGTATCTAACAATTCACTAGTTTCTCCTACAACAAGTCCCACATTAGAAATAATTTCCTTCTTATTATTGGTTACTACTACTTCCTTTTCTAATATCTCAATATTTTTTAAATAATCTCTAATACTTAATAAGGAACATATACAATCCTTTATACTATCTATATTTACTAAATTACTACTAAATATTATTCCATTATCGACCATAATTGGGGATGTCAAATGTGGAAATATTTTAGATAAAAAAGAATAATCTTGTTCGTTTATCTGTAGAATACAGATATCATCCTGATTAATTATTTTATACATATCATTCTTTTCCACCATATCACTAAATTATTTTATATCAATAAGATAATTTAATAACTATATTCCTTACATTTTATATAATATAGAATATGGAACATTGTATCTTCCACCATCATCCGTCGTCACCTTCGCTCTTTTCGGATTTACCTTAGTTATCGTTCCATACGTAATTTTATTCTTTTCCTTAATTTTAACTTTATATCCAACTTTAGCTGTAATATTAGTTAAATGTTCATTGCTATCCTCGGATTCTTGTGTAAACATACTATGAGTACAACCTTCTATACCAAAATATTTTTTAGCTATGGTTTTAAATAATGTACCATGTGATTTGTATTTAGGATCATCATGCGTACATGTAGAAATGTCCAATCCCAATCTTTCTATCTCTAAATATACTATAAGATGCGTTAACTCATGTTGAAATGTTACTATAAATGATTGCACCGGTCCATCACACATAATACCACTATTAACCTTACTACCACATACTTCCTTAATTTTATCTGATATACTTATCACATAGGTCTTCTTATCTTTTTTGTATGACATGGTTCCTGCTGTTGAGGTCATTTTATTTGATACTTTGAATGCTAAGGTATTTCCTGTTGCTTGTACTCTATATTTTATTAAACCTCCAAAATATTCCATGTCTATAAGATTAAAAGTTTTCTCTAAAAGATTTTCTGTAATAACCAACGGTTTTTCTAAAGAATTAGTTATCTTATCTAATCGTTCCTTTGTATTATTAATATTTTGCATATTGTCAGAAAAAGTATTAGGTAATAAGTAAAAACTTCTCTCAAAATTTGTCGGCTTACCATCATCTCCTTGGATCATATCAGATAATAATGTATACAAAGATGACATTTTTCCTTCTAATCTTATATTATACATAGGTATTTCATAAATACCATTATTATATAATACATTCTCATCTAAAAACAATAATATCTTTCTTTTGGATATAATATAATTAAGTGGGTTGGTATCATTCGGTGTTAATAATAATTTATTAATTGCTAAAGAATATAAAATGTAATATCTCTTAGATAAAGGTAATTTTAATTCCGATGCAAATATATCTAATGATTTTTTATCGAAATCTAGTATTTCTTGTATAGAAAACTTTTTATTTACTTGCACAGTAAATAATCCCAAAGGTGTAATAATCGAATAATTATTAGTTATGTTCATTATATCTCGTCTCGTTTTGTAAATTATTAAATATAAAATCAATTTATATTTAATATGTAATAGATTTATAATTGTCTAGATATTTCTTGTCTTACTATTGACCTAATAAGTTCCTCTAATTCTCTTCTGGTTATTTGTATAATTTCATCATCATCAATATTGTACTCTTCATCTTCATCCTCCATTTCATTAGATAATTGTCTATTGGCTATTGCTGTAACTAATGGGGATCTAGATAAATTATTTTCTAAACTACTGTTCATTGAAAGTGGACTATCCACTACAGGAATTATTGATTGTCTAGGAGATAGGGGTCTATTATTCATTAAAGGTAAAGATTGTCTAGGAGATAGGGGTCTATTATTCATTAAAGGTAAGGATTGTCTAGGAGATAGGGGTCTATTATTCATTAAAGGTAAGGATTGTCTAGGAGATGAGGGTCTATTATTCATCAAAGGTAAGGATTGTTTAGGAGATGCAGGTAACCCAGAAAGTAAGGATTGTCTAGGAGATGAGGGTCTATTATTCATTGAAAGTAAAGATTGTCTGGGAGATGAGGGTCTATTATTCATTGAAAGTAAAGATTGTCTGGGAGATGTTGGAGAAGTTGATAGATTATTGTTCATTAAAGGTAGAGATTGTCTAGGGGATGCAGGCAACCCAGAAAGTAAGGATTGTCTAGGAGATGCAGGAGAACCAGAAAGGTTATTATTCATTGAAAGTAAGGATTGTCTAGGAGGGGATGGAGAAGTTGAAAGGTTATTGTTCATTAAGGGTGGAGATTGTCTGGGAGATATAGGCAACCCAGAAAGCAAGGATTGTTTAGGAGATGAATTATATTGAGCTAAGGGAGATAGGTTAGAAAAGGTTCTTAATCTGGGAGATGTTGGTGTGTTAGATAAATTAGACATAGGTGATGCCTGCATACTAGATTGTGCGGATAATGGGATAGATACTAGACCGGATACTGGAGATGATTGCATACTGGAGGATACACTAGATGTTGATGGGGAAGAAAACATGGATGAGGGTGAGGCTAATGGAGATCGTGAATTAGAAGTTAGTTTAATAGTTTGTAAATTGGATAGGGAAGAGCGAGGAGATTGCGGCGGAGATGATTTAGTAATGGAACTTGATCGACAAATATTTATGGAGTTATTTTGAGGGGATGAAGATACAGAACCAAAAGATCGAGGACCCTTTGATAATGAAGAAATAGGACTTTCATCTATACTGGAATATGATAAAGTTTCATTTAATCCTGAACTTGTTGTTAGAGTTGGTTGCATGGAAGATTGTACGGGTTGTTGGGTTAAATTATTAATGACACTTGACTCTGAGGAGTATGGGATAGTAGAGTTAACAGAATTACTCATCGATAAGTTAGATAATAAAGTTCTTCCTTCCATTTTATTTTAATGGGATATTTATTTTTGGCGGTCTTCAACATAATGTTTATATTTAAATAATATTCTATAATAGAGATACTTATTCCTATTTTCCAGTTTCTTTGTTATTAAATTATGAAGTGAAAATATATTAATTGGCAGCAATTGTTCTAATATGGAAAGTAAATATTCATACATATCTAATAATCCCTTACATTCAATTATATGATCTAATATTTTATCTATATTATTTTTATATCTTATAAATATTATATCATACAACAAAGATTTATTTCTTAAGTTAATCGAATAAGATAGCAAATTAATATCGTCTAATAATTCTATGATGTTAATTCTAATTGGAAGTTGTTCATATAATTCGTTTATTGATATACCTAAAAATATACTAAATATATCATTTATTATTAATTGATATTGATTATCGTATTTGTTGTATAATGTACATTTATTTATTAAAGACAAAATAATAAGAAAATCGGAATTTGAAGTTAGGTACTTACCATATCTGACATATTTATCATTTAATATCTTATCTTCATATTTATTATAAAAAGTTATTGGATCTTCTGAATTAAATAAATATTGAGAAAATGGATTTTTATAATGTAAGTTATATCTTATTTCTTTCGGTAATTGTAAGTTATGTACTCTAAGAAGTAATCCGGATAAGACTTTTGGACAATTTAAAGTATAAGAAAAACATGATTCCGGAAGTTGACAATATAATTTCTTGTTCTCTATATTTAAATATTTTGTAATTCTACTATAGTCATCATTATTATGATTAAGTAAATGTATTCTCCCATATTTATATATTATATTAATTACTTCCGCAACAATAATATTATGGGAGATAAAATTTTTACTATAATATAAATGTGATAATAATCTTAAAAATGTTACATCATCTCCTCTTTCTAAACATACCTCCAAATAAGATAATTTTATTTTCATTCGTTTCACTAATATTGGATGATAAATTGGTATACATTGAATAAAATATTCGTTAAAGGTATTATTATTGCATTTCAACAACTCTCTAACTTCATCATCATTCTTATGAACATCTCCCAAATATCTATTTATTACGAACCATTTCCATTTTAGACAATTATATAAGCCAATTCTTATTTTGCTTATATTATATAATCTTTTATTAACATTAAATAAACTATATAAATTTATGGGATGAATGTATGATATAATTTCAAATATAATATCATTGGGTAACACATCCATTAGTGTGCAAAATCTTTTATCTTATAATTTATATATTTTAACAAAATGATATAATATTTAAAATTATTACTAAATGATGGAAATATGAATTTAGATAAAACTGTAAAACGAATAATATTCGAAGATAAGCTTAGTAAATTAGCAAAAGATGGAAGTGAGAAGATAATTACAATGATACAAAAAGGAAAGATCGATATTAATGAAAGAGTAAGAAAAGGACCAACTCTCCTTCATCTTGTTTGCGTAGGTGATAATGAAAAGAATAAGAACTTGTTTAATTATTTATTGCATAACGGTGCGGATATTAATGCGAAAGATCGAAATGGATTAACACCAATATTTTATGCTTTAGTTAATAAAAATATAGAATTTTTTAGAATATTACTACAGGATTATGTATGTGAGTATGATGAAAGATTGTATTATTATACGGGAAGTTTAGTAAATAGTAAAAGTAAGTATGATAATAAGACACAAAAAGAGAGGGACGATAATTTAGATTTTCATATGAAAGTTTCGAATTTACTTAAAATACGAAGAAATATGAATAAAAAAGAATGTAGTATCCCTATAACATTAAGATATAGAGAAATCAAAAATAATTATGATATTTAAATATTATAATGTATAATTGGCGATAAATAGGGAATATAATATAATTGATATGATGTAAATATGATATTGGTTGTAATACCTCATTTTTACATCATAGGGTTGGTACACATGAGCTCAAACATAACACTTTAAGACAAACTATTCATGTATATCACCCTATGATGTAAAAATTATATAAAAATGAAGTATTACAACCAATATCATATTTACATTATATTTTTCTTTTATAACAAAATATTATTATAGAATGTAGTCGTAAGAAACTTTAAAGTTATTTTGGTTATCTTCGTTAGATAGCACAAGAATAAGATAATAGACAAGGACAAAATTATGATATAAAAATAATTCTGTTGTATAACTTTATAATCTCTCGTAATCTTATCCTATAACTTATTATAACTTTATAATCACATTCCATAACTTTATAATTACATTCTATGAATTATAATCCTCTTATCTTAATATATTTTATGATCTATTATATTGTGTTATGTAAATTTTTATTTTATTATTTATATACTTAGTTTATAACTGGTGGAACGTAATCATAAAGATTATATAAGTTATGGAATAAGATTATAATTCATAGAATAGAATTGCATGAGATAATATAAGGAATTTTAATGGAATATATAACATAATAATATATTATATAATATATATTATATAAGAAAATTATAAGAAGTTGCGAGGGATTATGGGTTGTGGAGGATTATGAGATTATAAGTTATATAATAAAAATAATATAAAGATAAACAATGAATTATGAACTATATTTTATCTCACCAACAAATTAAAAGTACTGTTATATAATATAACTATTATATAAATTCCATCACAATATAATTTGTAACATAATTATAATTGTAAATAATATTTTGCTTCCTCATATACAACATTATTAATAAATTCTATGATACACTTACCACCAACTAAATTCATTGACATATAATTATCCGAAAATAATATATGACTGGAATTTAATGATCTTATATAACCTACTATTTCTGAAACCTCTTTAAATAAATTAAAATATACACTTCCTACTTTTCTAATTATTATGACATTTTTACCAGTTCTATTTTGTATATCTAATGCCACATCTGTATCCTTATATGATTCCATTTATTATATTCCAAATATAATAATTACGACATTTTATAAAACCTTGATTCCATAATTATATAATAAATAATAAGATTGATTATTGCTTAAGCCTATCCTTGTATTATTCGTGCAACTTTTTATAAACGAACACACATTATCAAATTCTTCAATCCACTGCAATAGTTCTGCATATCTTCTTCGCGAAGCAACTACATTCATACATGAAAAAAATCTATGTCTCCCCGTTTTAATACTGAAACATTCTTTTATTATATATTTAGGACCAGCAAACACCAATGTTTCATATGTACAATAAATTCCATCTTTTCCATTTGTTAAAAATATAATATCTTCTTGATGGCCCATTGATACATGAAAATCTTCTTTATTATGTAAACTAAGGAGTAAGCCACACGCATACGTATGTCCATATTGTGATGTGAAATGTATATTATTATTATGATAAAATTGTATATCCCTATTATATCCAGCAGCAAATTCTTCACAATTCATCCATTTATTTGGATATTTATTGTATTCTTCAATTATATCATGTGTATAATTATAATCAACAATAATATCTTTTTGTAAAGTACCACTATAATATTTACTAACTTTATCTAATAATAAATTCATATCTCCTCCATCTATAATATATTTATTAATATATTTAGGATTTATTCTCATGTATTTCGCATTTCCAAATATATCTTTTAATAAATCCAATAAATCTAATCTATTATAATAAATTATTTTATTTAATAAGTTAGAAGCCTCCATACATATCTTTGTCATATTCCATTTTTTACTTTCTATATTCCACCATTTGTTATATAAATTAACTATACTTTCATCATCAAGGTATTTCATTACAGTTCTATATCCAATAGGATTATGAGTAATTTTTGTATTAATATCAACAGGATAGAATTCATTTGCCATACATATTAACTCTGATATAGATTGTGCCCTATATTTACCAAACCAATTTTTATTAATATTATGTAGAAATTCTGCATTATTCAGAACTATATCCATGAATGTTTTATTCGTTAAAATTATATTCTTTATATGATATGGATGCATATTAGAAAATATAATCCCTAATATATCATTACATATATATTTATCACAACTCCACATTTTAGTTATCTCAGTTATTTCTTTATTGGTCAATTTACGCCTGTTAATATTAAATTTTATTACTTAATAAAATTAAATACTAAATGTATATGGATTTAATAATTTATGATTACAGTACGTCGCAGAAAAAAATTTTTTTACGAGGCTCATGGCTAAATTGATTTAATAATTTGATACTTCGTATAATAAAAAAATGAGTGCGAACAAGAACAAATTAAGTTGGAATGTATTTTATAATAGAATTACCAATAATGATTTGAGTAGTTTGGAAGAATATGGGAAAAAATTAGATAAGAGTAAGATTCAATCATTATTATTATCAGAAATGACAAATAATGATACATTTATTTATATGGTTCAAAATGGATATGTAGATCAAGATATCCTTTATAGAGAATGCAGTCGATTACCAAACAAACATCAACTATCTATTTATTTGTTAAACAATTTTCAAATAGATGATAATAATATTAAAGCATCATTATTTTATGTTGATGAAAATACTATTAGACATATTCCAGGAAGATTGGAATTTAATGATATAGTTGCCAATTTAATAACAAGAGGAGATCCTAATATTATGGAATCGTATATTAATGAGCTTACAGAAATTCAATATCCACAAGATAATGGCATTATTTGCAAGTTAATAGAAGATAACTATAATAAAAAAGATAGTACATTATTATCATTATTAAATAATAACAATATAAATATAAGTAACATTAAGGATAATATATTGAAAGAGATGATTAAAAGACAGTCATATAGAGGGGTATTATTAGAGAGAATGCCAGAAAAGGTGGGTCCTATGATAGAAAGACTTAGAAATATAATGAGAAAGAAATATAATGATAGTAATTATGAATTAAGTGGAGATTATCTTTATGTATTATAAGTAATAGCGAGAATCGGAGGTTGATAAGAACTCCTCCAATCCGAAAACATAAATTTGACATAAGTCGTCAAATTTGTTATTTTGACATACTTCTTTACTTGGACAATTATATAAATTTTCATCATTATTTATAACATCTAGGGTTGATATATATTTATGAAATTCTTTATTTATTAACATAACATCTGATATATCCTTGGGATTTATTCCTGATTTCATATCATTTCTTGTCATCTTTTCTTCATATTTAATAGTTTCATCCTCTAAGACATCTATATAATCATAAAATAAATCTATGTTTTCCTCTAATATTATAATATCATATTTTAACATAAAATCATTAACAAAATCATCAATGATACCTGGATATGTTCCATTTTCTAATTCATAAATATCTATTCTATCATTATAAAAAGATACTAAATATTTATATTTTCTATACATTTCATAACTTGTAATATGAGGTGTATTAGATTTAATATCTAAATAATCATCCATTTTTGTAGTAATTCTATCTTTGACAGAATTAGAGATGTAAGAATAACCGTTATCGTCCCATTGTCTTAGCATTGACGATAGTATTCTTACATTATATTTACATGCATTTTCTAGTTTAAATGTATTTTGAGGTTTATTATATAAACCCCATAGTACTACTTTCTTTTTTCCCATACTATAAGCAAAGAAATAAATGTTATCGTAACCATTTCTTATATCATCAAGTTTGAGGAAGAGTAATACTGGACTTTCTAATTCATTATGTATTCCTAAATATGCATCCTTACTTTTATTTGTCTTTTTGGTTGCTGGTTCTTGAAATGTTAATAAAACTTTGCTTCCAACTTCTTCCATTTTCTTTATCTTATATATTTTTCTTTATAAAAAATTATGAGTTATATATACAAACAAAATTATTGATATAGGAATTTTATAATCTATCACCCATGGTTTATAATGTTTATATAGATAATTTTTATCTTATTTTATAAATTATAATAACTTATAGTCTGTTATATTCATAATCTATTATAAATATAAATTATAAGATAAAAATGGTATATATATATAATATGGATGTAATCATATGTAAAATTAAGTATTTCCTACAAAATATTTCGTGAGATGGTATACATAAAATAAAATTAATATAATTTTGTATCTATATTATTAATATTATTTTAACAATACTTATAATTTAATATATTAAATTTTGTAAGAACTATCTAAATTATATAATTTAGATATACTAAGGTCTATATGTAAATTTATCTTCTATTATTATGGTATTCTTTTAAGGAAGTATAATTTTCTAACTTTCCTAACTTTATAATTATATATTATATAAAATATTTTTCATTCCATTAATTATAAATTATAAAGTTAGGAAAGTTAGAAAATTATACTTCCTTAAAAGAATACCATAATAATAGAAGATAAATTTACATATAGATCTTAGTATATCCAAATTATATAATTTAGATAATATTTTGTAAAAATTTCTCATGTGTACGACCCCATCAATTTATTTTATATAAGATTATATGAATATTTTCTATACCATTTTTATCTTATAATTTACGTTTATAATATTTTATCTTTGTAAGAGATTACAACTATAATATAAGAGATTATAAAGATAATATAAGAGATTGTAAAGTTATAGATTATCTTTATAATCTATAATCTATAATATAAGAGATTGTAAAGTTATAAATTATCTTTATGAGAGATTATAAAGATAATATAAGAGATTATAAACTTATAGATTATCTTTATGAGAGATTATAAAGTTATAAAGTTATAAATTATCTTTATAAGAGATTATAAGGTTATAAATTATTTTTATAAGAGATTATAAGGTTATAAATTATCTTTATAAGAGATTATAAGGTTATAAATTATCTTTATAAGAGATTATAAGGTTATAAATTATCTTTATAAGATAATAATGATCTAGCAGATTACTCTGATAGATTATATATTTCAACATTGTTACATTACATAACATTAGTTATTTCCTCTATATTATAACATTTAGTTACTTGAACTTTAAGGTCGTTGATATTAGTATTCGATAACAAAGTTTTAAATTTATTAGATAGTATCTCGGAAAGAATTTTAAGATCTTCTCTAACTAATCCCCTATCATTAATCAGAATTAAATATTCATCAACGATGTCTATAATATCATAATTTTCCTTTTTACTTTCCACAACTGTAACTCTATCTCCACCATTCCAACTAATTTCATATTTATTACCATTAAATATGTCAATTCCAATAACGATAGTCTTGCTTGTGCCATGTTTACCATTAACAATGGAAGTATAATCTATCACCTTACAAGGCCTGTTGTGTATTATCACAATAGTTCCCTTTCTTAGATCGACAGGATATAGGTAAGATAGGCTACATGTGCCTTCTGCTTGTATGTATTCCGAGTTTTCCATGTGTTGTGTGTCTTTTTGTTTTCTTATCCCAGAATTTTTATTATTTTTATTTATCTTATATATACTTTCTAAATCTAAATAAAAATAATATTAATATTATATAAGTAAATACCATAAAATATATTATCAAATATACCACCTCACGAAATGTATATTACAATTCCATGTATAGTATCCCATAAGTAATTTATTATATGATAAATTGATAGTATAGTTAGTATCGAATTATTATTAAATTTTGTAATTATGAAGATAAAGGGTGAAATTTTATAGAGTATAAATAAATTATAAAGCGCAGAATCTTATAAAGATAAAATTTATAATAGATAGAAAAATTATGAAGATAGAAAATTTATAAAGTATAAGATTTTATAAATGTAGAATTTATAATAGATAGAAAAATTATGAAGATAGAAAATTTATAAAGTATAAGATTTTATAAATGTAGAATTTATAATAGATAAAAAAATTTATAAAGTATAAGATTTCATAAAGATAGAAATTTATAAAGTATAAGATTTTATAAAGTATAAAATTATATTGGCTTAAAGAAATGTACAAAATATTATCATATAATTTATATGATAAAATACATATCATAGAATATATAATTATACGAATATATCAATTTATTATTAAAATTAAATTTTCTTGTCATATTATATATTAATATACAATACAAAATATAATTTATTATGTTATCAACGACATTATAAATTCTTAAATTTATTGTATATATGATTCTAACTTAAAGAAATATATCCATTATTATAATTTTATGATATAAATTATATCATAAAATATGATACCATAAATTATATTATTTATGAAATATATCGAGTTTTTATCTAAGTCATATTTTGTCACAATATTTTATAGTAATTTATGATATAAACTATCATAAATTTTCTAATCATCGACATCCCAAAATTCAAATTTAATATCTTTTGTTATTAACTTAAAAAATCTATTATCATAATATATATTATTATGTATTAATTTATGAGACATTATGTACTAATTTATGGAACATTATGTACTAATTTATGGGACATTATATGACTATTCAAACATGGGATGGCAAATGCTGCCTTGGATTATACATAATATATCATCCATACATCTTGATAGTAATAATTCCTTAAATTTTCTTAATCCATCCTCTCCACGATTGCAATACACAGTTTGAAGCAATGAAGCAAACTTACGTCCAGCACCAAGCTCATTATCTTTATTTGATTTGATATTACATTTGGACTTTATTTCATCCACTAAACTATCACTGTACTGTACAGTATCATTAATATCAAAGATTAGCTTGGAGAAAAACTCCTTCTTCATGTTATATGTAGTCATCGTATTATCTATTCCATATATAATTATAAATATAAATAAAATTTTCAATTATATAAGATTATAAGATAATATAATATAATAAGATTATATTTATAATGTCTTATACTATAAAGATAAGATATTATAAAGATGGGATAGTATATATTATTATATAGTGTGGTATATGGTATTACATATATGATTAAAATGTATATATTATTATATGTATATAATAATATAATTATGTAAGTTATCATTAATCATATCTTATTATATATGCTATTAAGATAATAGTTTATATTATATAAAATATAAGATATAAAGAATAAAAAAGTATAAGAAGTTGTTATATTAAACATTACAATAGAATATAGATATGTATATAGACATTAAGTATATTAATGTCTATAATAGAAAGAATAATTATAATATAATATCATGGTGCCAAAATTTGGAGATATGAAAGTTATGATTTTTAGAAGAGCGTAAGTTTTTCATTTTATCAATATTGACAAGTTGTAAAAAATTTTTTGAAGACGATGAAGTTGTAAAAAATTTTTTGAAGATGATGAAGTTGTAAAAAAATTTTTGAAGATGATGAAGTTAAAAAATTTTTGAAGATGATGAAGTTGTAAAAATATTTTGAAGAGGTCGAAGTAGGAAAAATATTTAGAAGACGATGAAGTTATAAAAATTTTTTATATTGTAGAGCGAATTCAGATAGAGGTTGAAGTTGTAAAAAATTTGCATTTTCATACCCAAAGATAATATTATTTTTATATTACTATTGATATTATAATTTGGTACTTATGCTAGGGGGGGGGGAATACTATATATTAATTAAAATGGATAGTTAACAGAGTTTATATTATCCCTTATTATATAAAATATTTATTTATGTAATTTAGTTTTATGGGTTATTAAAAATTATAATTTATCATATATAATAATATTTGGATGTCATACATATTTTATGTATGGTATATTTATTTGAGGACATATTAAGTACCAAACTATCACTTCATAAACTATATAAAATATAAAATATTGTCGATTTTTTGTCTGTGATATATTTTATTATCATTTTATATTAAATCATGATAAAATATATGATATAGACATTTTAAATTTTTAACTTTCGCTTATATTATGACATTTCATAAAAAATGTTATTATAATTTATGTATTGAATCACCATATCTTAAAATTATTAAATTATAAAAGTAATATGCGTATTTTATATTACTTTCTATTATCAATTAATATAAATTATCATAATATCTACAATATAATTTTTAATTATGTTATTTACTTAAAAGAATATTATAAATTTATATTCTTAATATATAAATTATATAGTAAATCATTGTATGGCCAAATCATTAAATCATAAAATTTCATAGAGTTTTAATGTAAGTTAAAATTTATACTCATATTTATATTAATTTATAGTAAAAATTAATATAAAATATATTAAACTCGACATTCTAAAATTTTAACTTTTGTATTTTAATTATATTACATTAAAAGAATATTGATAATTTATATTACATATACATAAAATTTATATACTAAATAATGTTGTCATATAACATATAATTATGAATTTTTATCGAGTTTTTATGTAAGTTAAAATTTATAGTATATTTTATATTAATTCATGATAAAAATCATATAAAATATATTGAGAACGACATTCTAAATTTTTAACTTCCATCATTCATATTAAACTTCCTTAAAATAATATTGATAAGATAGAGTTTGTACATGTATAATTTATATATTAAATCATTATATTATAAATTGTGTAAATAATAAAATTTTTTCTATTTTTATATAAGTTAATATTCATATGTAAAATTTATATTGATTTATGGTAGTAATTAATAAAATTATACTAACATCGACATTCTAAATTTTAATTTTCATCATTCATATCATAGAACTTTCTTATAGATTATATAATTATCTTATAGATTATAGATTATATAATTACTTTATAGATTATATAATTATCTTATAGATTATAGATTATATAATTGTCTTTATAGATTATAGATTATATAATTATCTTATAGATTATAGATTATATAATTGTCTTTATAGATTATAGATTATATAGTTGTCTTTATAGATTATATAATTATCTTATAGATTATATAATTATTTGAATGTTATAGTTTATTTATGTTTGGCATAATTAACATATTACCTAAATTTATCACTATCGTTTTTGAATCATTTTAATGTTTCCATCCTTAATTAATTGAAGTAGACTGTTTTCATCCATAATCTCATCATCAGATTCAGACAATATAGTAACTTGATTATCATAACATTCTAACATTTTAATACTAGCTATATTTGTTCTCAAATCCAATATTAGTCCTTCTTCAGGTATTTCATCTAGTTCAACATATAATAGAACAATCTTAACACTTCCATTTCCAATTATCGATCCATCTCCTTGATTTGACAATTGATAACTTTTAATTAACACTTGTGCATATTTTGGGATAAATTCCTCTATAAATGATGTCTTTACATAATCCAAACTACTTAATCTTTCATCTTCTAAGTTAACAAACATCTTAAAAGATTTCTCTTTAACATAAGATAACATATTATAATCATTATCTTTAAATGGTTTAATTTGTATATATGCCTCAATTTCTAATTCATACGTAGAATATTTATATTCTGATTTTATGGATTCATCATATAAATATGTAAGTATTGGATTTGTTGGGGATACCTTATTATCTTTTCTTGGCTTAATATCAAAGTTTGGAGCTAATCGTGGTTGATAATCTAATTGTGTTTGGCAGTCAAATTGTGGTGGGTGATAAGCGAGCAAGTTACGTCCTAATGATTCTAATGTTGGTTTGAAATCCATATTGTAGATATGTTAGAATACTATTATATTCTATTTAAATAATCAATTTTACCATAAATGCATATTTTATATTCACATAATTCTTCATATAAATATGTAGAAAATTCCATATCCTGTATAGATAATGGAAATTTAAAGTTATTTTTGGGACTACTCTATCTCTACAGAATTAGTTGTATACAAATAATTCCAGAGAAACTGTGTTGCATAGTATGTTTCCGTATTTGATAATTGTAATACTTGTTTAAAATTCACATATATATATTTATTGTCTCCTATTTCTAATAGATATATTATATAATTATATGATATAATAACCAAATAAATATATACAGATATTAAAAATAAAATGGAAGAATCCTCAATTAAGAAGTTAGTTGTCTTCGCTGGAAATAATAAAGGTAATGACAGTATATACGATGGATGTAAACATTTACTAGAAGAGATATGTAAGAATACACCATGTAAATTTTTGCATGGTGGTGGTAATGGATTGATGAACTTAGTCAGGGAAATATGTGATAAATATAATGTAAAACATACAGGAGTATTGTTAGATATGTTATATAAATTAAAAGGTGATGAAGTATTAGATGATAATTCTATTATAATAGATAAAATATCAGATAAGAAAAAATATTTATTATTGAATGGAGATATATTTTTAGTACTACCAGGAGGAACAGGAACTTTAGATGAATTATTCAATGTCTTAACTTGGGATTTCTTATCTCCTATAATAATTTATAATGTTAATGGATATTATGATAATATTGTGGATATGATATCTAAAATGAGAGATAATGGGTTCTCGAATAGTTTAAAACATAGACGTCCCCTTATTGTGACAGATAATATAGATCAAATAATATCATATATTCAAAATTATGATCCAAATAAGGAAGAAACTATATATATGCGAGATAAACAAATATCAGTATCTAGTAATTCATATAAGAATCTACTTAGAAAAAATTATTAAATTATATTTTCTCATTAATACTAATGAGAAATATTATAATATATATAACTTTATTATAATATATAACCTATAATTTATATGTTATAACTTTATAATATTCCATAACTTTATTATAATCTATAATCTATAATCTATTCATGATCTATAATCTATAATCTATAATTCATAATCTATAATCTATAATCTATAATCTATAATTCATAATCTATAATCTATAATCTATAATCCATAATTCATAATCCATAATTCATAATCTATAACTTTATAATCATATCATAATAATATATGATATAATTTTATGTATGATATTATTCGAACAATGCAGAAGCAGAACTATTATTGATGATATATAGCACATCACTATATCCCTTTTCTACCATAACCTCCTTAAACTTCTTAAGCCCAACATTACCATTCTTCATTTGTAATTCTATTAACATATCAGCAATGGCACAACTAGGAGTAGTCGATAATAATCTAGCAACATCAGAACTTCCAACCCCAATTCTATCCGCAATATCATTTATTACACATCTTAAATTAGATGCGAATGATAACATCATTTCCACCATATTTCCACTACCACCTTTTTTCTTCATAAATTCCTCTAATTTTTCTATTCCAATCTCTCCATTCTTATTCATCGTACATCTACGCAATTCCGCAATAATATTATTTGGATATCTTAATGCAATACCAAAAAGTGTGTCGCTCTTGACTTCAATTTCTTTCCCAATATTTTCAATATCATGTTTCTCACATATAGATAAGTTAATGTCCCAAACAAGGTTAGTTCGTAATTCGGCTACCATATTATTTTGCATCTTGTATCCAATGTATCTATCGTCAAACAACTTATTATATTTAATTGAAAATTAAATATAATATATATAATATAATAGTTTATAAAGATAATAAATCCTGATAGAATTTGCATGAAAAAAATGAATTTAAGTTGATATCAGTGTTGCTATTATGACGATTGTATAATTTAGTGATTAATGGTTGAGAATCTATAACTGCTAACATGTAAGGAGCCCCATTTTCAAAGACAGGACTTTGTACATAATTATACAAGAAAATATTCTGATGCAAAAGTTGTGAATCTTTATCATAAGATACCTGTGTTTTTACATTAATTGGATGGAAAGTTCGTATTAGATACCAATGGGAATCAGTAAAATATGGCCATCTATTTTCAGGTAATCCACCAAGGGAGAAATGAGTAGCATATAAAATACTATTATCGATAGTATAGTGACTATAATCATTAGTTAAATTTGTTACTTTACCTATGGTATTGTCATATTTGTACGATTCAAATGTTGCACAATATGATTTCTGTTTTATTTCTCCATTAATCATTCCCAATGTCGAATTTACTATATATGTTCTATCTTTAGTGATATAAGATGTGACTGTAATAATTCCACTACCACCATCCATATCTTTATATGCTATTTCAATGGATTCAAGAATCGTTTTCTCTTTATTATTAACGATAGATGTAACTCTTCCCATATGAATAGGTGTATATCCTACTTTTGCGACATTAAGAAATATATCCGCAAAATGTGTACCATCCTTCAGAAGGAATGAACCATTAACGTCAACATCATAACAAAAAGAAGACACGGTGTAAAATATTAATAAAAAGTATAATGATTTCATGATATATATATTTTAATATGATATTCACAAAAATAAAATGTCATTTAGTCCGATAATAAATTTATTGTCTCTAGATTTAAATGATATTTAAATAAAAAATATTTTATAACTTTGTCTTTATAAAATATCTTATAACTTCATATTCTATAAAATATTTTATAACTATCTCTTCTTAAAAATATTTTATAACTATATCTTTATAAAATATTTTATAAACTATATCTTTATAAAATATTTTATAAACTATATCTTATAAAAATATTTTATAACTATATCTTATAAAATTATTTTATAACTATCTCTTCTTAAAAATAATTTTATAAACTATATCTTATAAAAATAATTTTATAACTAACTATTATAAAAATATTTTATAACTATATCTTATAAAATTATTTTATAACTATCTCTTCTTAAAAATAATTTTATAAACTATATCTTATAAAAATAATTTTATAACTAACTATTATAAAAATATTTTATAACTATGTCTTTATAAAATATTTTATAACTATCTCCTCTTAAAAATAATTTTATAACTATATCTTATAAAATAATTTTATAACTATCTCTTCTTAAAAATAATTTTATAAACTATATCTTATAAAAATAATTTTATAACTAACTATTATAAAAATATTTTATAACTATGTCTTTATAAAATATTTTATAACTATCTCCTCTTAAAAATAATTTTATACCTATCTCTTCTTAAAAATAATTTTATAACTAACTATTATAAAAATATTTTATAACTATATCTTTATAAAATATTTTATAAACTATATCTTATAAAAATATTTTATAACTTCATCTTCTATAAAATATTTTATAACTATCTCTTCTTAAAAATAATTTTATAACTATGTCTTTATAAAATATTTTATAACTAACTATTATAAAAATATTTTATAAACTATATCTTCTAAAATATTTTTTATAACTATATTTTATTTATTAATAATCATATATGATTATTAATAATTTCGTAAATGTTATACAGACAATAACTCTTGGTAAAATTCACAATCTGAGAAACAAGTTAGGTCCATATTTTGACTATCATCATATTCATTATATATCTTATCCATTAATGGTGAACGATCTAAAATATTTGATCTATGGGTTGATCCTTCATTATATACAGGAATTTCAATATAATCATATAGATAAACTCGTTGAAGCATATTATAAGACTCTCTATCCTGAGATATCTCCATTCTAACAGATATAGGATATAAAGAATTTATCTGATGCCAAATGGAACATCCATAACGTGGCCATAATCTTTGTGGTAAGCCAGCCATAGAAAAATGTGTGGTATATAAAATTTGGCTATCCACGGCATAATAAATTTCATCGTTAACATAATTAACTATTTTTCCTCTACTATTATCATATTTATAACCCTCAATACGTGAACAATATGATTTATGATTCATTCTTCCATTAACTATTTCTAATGTATTATTTACTATATACGTTACATTCTCAGTAATATATGATTTAAGAGAAATAATTCCGCTATCTATATTTTTATCTATATTTCTATATGTTATTTCTATAGATTCCTTAATTTTCTTTTCCTTACTATTAACAATGGAACCGATTCTACCAGTATATATTGGTAAATATGAGTCTTTATTAAGATTTAAAATTAAATGTCCAAAGTGAGTGCCATCTTTTAAAAAGAATGGACCATCGACATTGAAATGATTATCAGGTCGAAGATAACAAAAGGTAACCGCGACAAATAACAATATAAAATATATTAATTTCATGTATATGTTTTCCTTGAGCGATCATGTTATATAAATTCATTTTATTATATTGGAGTCCAAAAATGACCAATTCGCTTTCCTAAGCCTAGTATTGGTAATAAAGGACGACTCCACCAAGAATAATCTTCTTGTTCTACATATCCTTTAGATTTATCTTCTCTCCAAACCATCCTAATTTTATTATAATCATCTATTATTCTATTAATATCATCTTCTGATGGATATCCTAATGTTTGATAAAAATAATCATGTATGGTTCTATCAGTCATTAAAAATGGATATAAATCATGTCCATAGCATGGCTTACCAAATGCCAGCCTAAGAGAGATTGGGGGTATATCAATAGGTAGGGTATTGTACCAAGATAATTTTAATTCATCTAATCCACCAATACCTTGTGATGTCATTTCTATCAATTTATTGTAGGAATGTTCTGTATATAAATTACAAAATAATATAAGATGATTATTATTATCATTTTCTAATAATTCATTGTATTTATTTACACAATCCCTTAATGAACTTAAATTTATATAATCGTCTCCGGCAACATGTATTCTTATATTATTTTTTAGATATTCTTGGGAGAACTTTCGTATAGCTTTTTCCACCATTTGTACTCTAACTAATGACGTTCTACCTACTTCTTTATCCTCATTGGCAACTGTTATCGGACTAAATATATATTTTGCCCCCTTTTCATACAATAATTTTATACTTTTAATAGTAAAATTTACCATTTCATTAATATATTGATCCGGGCTTAAATTACCACATTTTAAATATACATATCTTCTAGTACCAGAAGCATTTAATAAAATGGAAGGAGGAAGTTTAAAGTTCATCTTTACATAGCCACCTCATAATTTTTAATCATCATGGACACATTTCATTATTACTTCCATCCTTTCATATTTTATAATATTAACTTAAAATTACATATATACATTTAATATTTTATTTAATAATGTTTTAGATATCATTATATTTTATATTTAATATATAAAATGTTATATATTACTGTCATAATAAATTATTAACTTATATATCTATATAAATATAAATATAAGATGTTACTTAAAAGAATATTATTCTTTTAATTTTATATTATTTATATTAATCTAACCAATCTAAATATGTCCATGCATTTTGAGAAATATTATATTCTACTCCCACAATCATAAAGTCCGGGTAAATGTCATTTTCTGATGTGTATGGGATTTCAGCATTGTCATTGGTAAACTTTTTATAATCTTCTTCTATAGTATCGTATGAACCAGAAAATGTCATACCCATGGATAATACTTTACCGAATACCTCTAAAATATTCATCAAATTAAATCCATCTTTCTTTGTGCTTATATATGTGCTGCCACCTAGTTTAACAATTAACTTATTAAATGGCCATACTATTTTGTCATCTTTTATTTCCTTTTTATTATATCCAACCTTAGATGTATCACTATCGCCAAATAATATATGTACACTCATTCCATCTTCATCCTCATCATCGTCGTTATAGAATGTTGGGGTGACATATATATTAAATAATAATTTTAAATTTTCATTGGTCTTAAGAATATCTTTATTCGTGTTTATGTATTCTTCGTAATTATGGAAGACAAAGCCATGATATTTATATAATAAATGAGAAATTTTTAGCTCGATTGCTGTATATTTATCTTTCTTTAACAACTCTAATATCCAATCATGACTTAGATCATTACATTGCATCCAAAAATTACTAGTTTCCATATTATCTAATAAAAAATGATTACTGGATAATATATTGGATAGACTTGTAATGTCCAAGGTATCTTTCATAGTATTCAATAAATCGACAACAATACCAGAATTGCAAGACATTATTTATCGTTATGTAGATAAATACATTATAAATAAATCAATTTTATTTATAATTGAATAAAAAACTGATTATTATAATATAAAGTGCATTTATAAGAGATATATAAACATATATAATATGGATTGTTCCAAAGTTATATTACCAGATATTAATGAGATTATATTGAAGAGTAAAGGCATTCATCCTAAGCTATCGCAAATATTGGACTCCGTAAGATCTTCCTCTCCCAGACGAGGTGAGATTTCGTTAGTGAAAGATCAGCCCACATCTTCACCAGTGGAAACTTCCTCCAATAAATGGAATGAAAATATGCATCCACTATCAATGTCTGTCCCTACATATTTAAATGATAAAGCATTTTCACTGTCGCCGAGAACAGAGTATGTGATGGTATATCTTACTATTAATATCAATAAAGTGTCGAAAACATATTTTTTAACGTCATCTGTGTATATTCCAGGACAAGAGTTAGAGGCATTAAGAAAAGAATTGGAGGTATATAATAATCATGCAGATGCATTATTTAATGGATTGGCATGTTATCATTGTTATGATAATGGTTATAAAAGAAAAAAGAATATTAATTTGAAATTTAATATTGCGGAGGATAATGGACTTAAATCAGATTTATTTAATACGAAAAATAGAAATGGTGTAGTGAATGGACAGGATGTTATAAGAAAGAAGACAGAGGCAGAGTTTATGAAGGAAATAAATATGTCAGATAAGAAACTTATCTCTTTTATAAATGATAGATGGGATGGATCATTACAAAATATATCGTTGGGATATGATTTACTACCGACATTTACTAAATATGTTATTATGGATACAGTTAAAATTTTAAAAGATCATAAGAAGATTAAGGATGATGTAGTGAAATATTGTCAAGATATGACTGGTATTATATTGTAATATGTCCATTGATATCTATTATATACTCTAATTTCATTAATATATCTAATAGATATATTAACAATATTATAGTTTATAAGATACATTGTATAATTATAAGACAACTATAATAAGATAAGTATAAGATAATTATAATAAGATAACTATAATAAGATAAGTATAATATAATTATAATAAGATAATTATAATAAGATAACTATAATATAACTATAAGATAATTATAATCATATAAATATACCATAGTTATGGTATATTGTTAATGTAATATTGATACTATCTTTTAAGGTTTGGTTTGTCTTGCTCAGCATTGGATAACACTAATCCTAAAAATGCTAATCCAACAAAAGTTATGGTAGTAAACTTAAGTATAGTCCATAACCGACTACCCTTCTTCTTAACCTCCACAATTTTACCATTCTCAACCTTAATAAGATAGCTTCCATTGGTTGGTATAAATTCATTCATATAATTTTCTACTTCTCTCCTTATTAATTGTTCATTCATGATATATTATTCCTTTGTTTCTATGAAACGATATAAATTATTATAAATTTCACTTTTTACTGTAAACAGCTTCATACCATTTACTATTATCTAATAATTCTAGTAAAGTAGTAGTAGTGCCAGCATATCTATTTCCACCCACTTTTCTTAATATTTCCTTTATATATATATCTCGTTTTTCTCTACCAAAACATTCTTCTATACATTTCATAATTATAACTAATCTATTTTTGGATGAAAATTTAGGAATAGTTATTGGGGATAATTCAGAATATTTTATAAAAAACTTCTTTAATGTCTCATAAGAAGATTTTTGTAGTATGTCCGAATAATTTTCCTTTGATCTAATGTTTTCTTCCATACACGATTCCACTAACTTATCAATATCTATATCTTGTGGACTTCTACATAAATATCCTACTATAGACCCTGTTATATCTCCATTATATCCATCTACAAATTTACGATTTCTCATGACATACGAAGGAACTTTATTATATAATAAAATTGGATTGGAACATTCAATAATTGGTGAATCTGCAATCAAATTTTCAGGTAATTTTCCTCCATTAATTAAATATTCTGATACTTCATTATTCGAATAATCATATTCATTCAAATATTTATTAAGACATTCATGAATATCTTTGTCCCCTGATATCCATAATAAATCCTCCCTATTACCAGAAACTATTTTTTGTCTAATTATATTTAAATTTTGGTCTTTTAAATCCAAATGATCAAATGTAGATAAATCATGAACATTAAATGATAATATTCTATTTTCCTGCTCATTATAATCTGATAATAATTTACTATAATTATCTACTACTAACTTTATACGATCATAATCATCCTTTGTTATATCACAATCTATTTCTTTATTTTCTAAGATCTTCTTTGCTAAATTTATATATAATTCTTTCTTATTACCATATACATACAACTTATACGTAAAATAGTTATTTACGTAAGAATGTTCTATATCTCTTGACAATAATAAAAATCTTCTTATAGTTTTACTATCATATCCCCTTGATACCGAATTATCAATTAAATACAATAAATGAGAGAATTTATATGTGTATATAAATGTTCTATATTCTGGATATATAATTGATATATATTGGATAATAACAAATAAGGAACATTGAGATAAATTTTTGCATTGGGGAACCCAATATTTTACAATTTGGTTTCTGTTATGAAGCAAAAGTTTATTCCAACGCTGGCAAACTAGCGCGATATCCAAATAATATATAGGATGCAACTTATTAAATATATAAAAGACAACATCATCTATGATATTTTCCATCTTCTAATTATAAATATTGATCTTAAAATAACAAATCAATTTGTTTGTATAATTCATCCATTGTATTATTATTTGTTAATACGTAATCTTCTTTTATCAGCAAATGTTCTTTTTCACTTATGTGCAAATTTTCTAATTGATCGGGGCTTGGAGTTGCAGAGTCTCTTATTATGCGAAATATTTTACATCCCATATCCTTCAATGTATTTGCCTCTTGTAAAAACCTACAATCTGATATAACATATTTATTTCCAGGTTCAAGAGAAGATATAAGACAGTACACCCAAAAATATTGATGAACTTTATCCCTAAATAATTCCGTCCCGAATTTTTGTAATATTAATCTAGGAGTAATATCTACTTTAACATCATTATTTTCTTCATTATTTTCTGGGGCAATCTGTTTGTTATAAAATAATGGACTATCTTTTAATAGTTTGGTCCAATGATGATCAACATTTTCTCTCCATTTTCTACCTTCTAAGGTTGTTCCGGATAATGCTTGTCTATCCCAATTAAATAATAAACTGACAATATCTTTCAGTTTATCAGAAAAAGCTATTTTCTTATATCCATGATTTTTGACTAAATGATCAGAAAAAGTATCTTTTCCAGAACCAGAAAAGCCAACAACCGCTATTATATCCATATCTCTTTATTTTAAAGAGATAATGTATTGATAATCAATTTGAAGGATTTATATTTAAAAAAATTGATTTAGAAAAAAATATAATGGTAAGTATGTGAGATAGTTTTAAGATACAAGATAGAAAGAATGTCAGGTGAATTTATGGTTAAGGTTGTTATGTATAAGTCATACGAAAATACATTTATCTCTAAATATGGTAAATATTTATATAGTCCTAATGTTACGGACTTAGAGCATTCCAATGATTTGGATATGGATAATGTTGTGAAGATGGAGGTTTTAGTTGATGAAAATAATGTCAGTACTCTATTTAAATTATTAGATGAGGATAGTGAGGTTATTAAACATACTTTGTAAATTTATCCTAGTTAATTTCATGTGTTATATAATACACATGAAAAATAATCCTACTTATTATATATTGCCCTATATATATATAAATTTGGATACTGCTACAAGATTAGTTTAAGTAAGAACTTCCGTAATATTATATAAATAAATTAATACAACTAGTTATGAAGAAAAATAAAAGACAACATTTATTTCACATTCATAAAATATAAGATTAATATGGTATTAATCTTATGGATATTTTTATATATAAAATGTTAATGCAGTATACCACCACATCAAAATTTTATCTGTTTATAATTTAATTTAAAAACTATGGATGTACATAAATATTCGATGTGGTAGTACACATAGTATTCAAATTTATATAAATTTGGATAGTAATATTAATACCTTATTTATCTTATATTATGTAATTATATTCGTAAAGGTTACGATAACACGCAATATAATATTATGTAGAAACTTCCATGTGTACCACCACATAGTATCCAAATTTATGTAAATTTGGATAGTAATATTAATACCTTATTTATCTCATATTATATAATTTGTTGCTAAGGATGACTTAATCTGTTAATATGGATATATCTTTCCATTGCCCATCATTACAATATTTTATTCCATAAATACAGAACTCAAACACATTAATTCCTAAGTTTTTTATTTCTTCTAAGTTATCTATGAAGTAGTTAGATATTTCTTCTTTTATATCCATTAAGGTAAATCCATATTTTTTGTGGGTATGAGATAATTTATAATCCTTCCCAAAGAATGGATTAAATTTAAATGTTGAAAATGGCCATATTATTTCATTTCCTATATTTCTACAACAGAATACTGAACTAAAATCCAAACATTGACAAACTTCCGGATATATTATCTTATATTTTATATTTTTTATATAATGAATATCTAAAATAATATCGTCGTCATCATCGTCATCGGTGCAATCATAATCAGAGGATATATGTAAACATAACTTAAACAAACAATTTATGCTAAATAACTTTTGTATGTTGTTGTTAGAATGTGTCATAGACATATTCCAATATTCATCAACATTTTCAAAGACAAACCCAAATTCGTTATATATAAGTTTACATATGGAAATTTGTAACTTAGAATGATATTTATGATTAAGAGATTGTAAAATATATTTTCTTGTTATATCATTCCCTAAGGACTTCCAAAATTGTGTATCATATATTTTATTATATAATGATTTACATGTAGACATTATATTTATTAAATATAATATATTACAATTTATGGATATAGTTGGTAATAAATCTATAATTACTCCTACATTACATTCCATTATTTTATTTCTAATTATTTATATATTTAATAATAAATATATAAATTTTTTACAAAGTCTAATCACAATAATCCATATAAATCCAAGCATTTTCTTCATCATTATATTGAATACCATAAATAGAAAAGACGGGATATAATTGTAATGTATTGTATCCTTCGATATTATTATCAGGACTAAAATGTTCAAGGTATTGTGTTATTTGTGTTTGGGTTAATGGTGCTTCAAACATTTCTTTCATAGACTTACAAATATCCAATAATCTAAATCCTTTATTATTATTAGTTTCTTTAATATAGGTTACTCCCTCAAAATCAAAGATAAAGGTTTTAAATGGATGTACTATTTCATCAATATTCATATCATATTTATATTCTAAGGTTTCATTATCAGAAGAAAAGCTTATTTCCGGTTCAGAAATATACATTCTAAAGTTTATACCAAATAATTTATTGAGATTATTATCGGTTATACATGTGTTTGTATTTACATTTCTATATTCTTCTATATTATCAAAGAGAAATCCATAATTTTTATATAATAATTTATAAACCTTTATTTGCATTTTTGTATGATTTTTGTTACCCAATGATGTTAAGAACCAATTTTTCATATTATGGGCAAATTTATTCCAAAATTTGATATCATATAGATGCTTAAATAAAAATTTGTTTGATATTAGAATATTTATTATATTTTCAGGATCCAAGTTATTTCCAAGAGTATCCAATATATCCATGATAACTGCGCAATTAAATTCCATTTTAACTATCTTTATAATGATAAATATATTAATTAAATCAATTTGATGGAATTATTATTATAATCTATAGGATATATTATAATGAAAGATTCCTATGATATTGATATTAGGATATAATTAAGATAGAATTTTTATTCTATGTGTACTACCACATAGAATATCTAACATAGAAATATATATGTTATATTTTTCTTTCATATTTCTATTTATATAAGAGAAATATGATATTGATATTAGGATATAATTAAGATAGAATTTTTATTCTATGTTTATGAAAGAGAAATATGACATTGATATTATCATATAATTTTTATTCTGTGTGTAATACAATACAGAATCTCTAATACACAAATATAACATTACATTATAGTACATAAACTATTGGATACTTTAATTAAATCAAATCTAATACTATATTGTGGCATGGCATCTGACAAGTATGCATTACCCATAATTTTAAAGGATAGATCATCCTTACTTGTGTACCAACTCATACTGGAAACTCGCATTTGATAACCATCCTGAATGGCAACATACTTTGGAGTATATAACAATGAATTATATAGATTATAATCATCTGAATTATATAGATGATTATACTCTGAATCATCTAATAATCCCAAAGACTTAAGATCTTTATATGATAAAATGGTAACACAATATTCTTTATTTTTTCCCATCTTATTAATTAGATCAGCATTTCCTTTACTATAATTTTGCAAGATAGTATCAACCCAAAATCCAACTTCCTCAGACATCTTCTATTTATTGTATATAATACAATATTTTTATTATTAAATCAATTTTATAATTCAATTAATTTCTGCATTAAGGATTTTCTAGTTAATTCATTATATAATTCTACAATAGGAAATGACAACATATTTCCAAATTTATCTGTGTGATATATAAATTGATCATAATATCCACCATATGATAATGGATATTTATGTAATAATTTTCCATTAGTACTTAGGATATTCAAATAAAAAGTAAAAATATCGGAATCCTCAACATGGATAACCAATTTTGGATATTCTAATTTTACATTTCTAACCAAATGATTTATATCAATACTATTTTCCCCATTAAGAAAGTTTTTATTCTTCTTATTATCTTCTAATATTTTTCTTATTGCTTTCTTATAAAAATTTCTCCTCTCATCATATATATCACTAATTTCTTGCTCTAAAAATATAATAATTTTGTCATCTATATGTTTGTAATCTTTAGGTTTAACGTATTTTTTAATACCATCAAGTATCTTTCTAACATACAATGAAGGTATTACTAAATTACATTTCATAAGAAGCTTACAAATGGAGATTGGATCCTTAGGAATCACCCCATAAGTAATAATATCCATAAATTGACGAAGTACATCGCTAATAAATTCATCGTTCCATTCTTTATTAAATAATTGCAAAGGCAGAATAATATAATTATTTTGTGCAAGTTTGGATTGTATGTCTTGACATACAGATGCTAAATTTATATATTCATTTGAAGATATAGTTAAATACATCCTCCTATTTTCTCCGACAATCATATAATTATCCATTGCCTTTCATATTTCGTCTTTTTATTTTAATAAAAAATATTGTTAGAAGAAATCATTTTGTCCTTATAATTTTATTTGAGAGAACAACAAAAACGAATGTGTGAATATAAAAAGCTTTTAAATAAATTTTCTATGTCATAAAAAATGAAAATAAGATATTTATGTATAATAATTTTGTTGTCCATAGTGTTTAATAATGCATTCCAATATGACAATAAGAGAGTTGAAGGATGTGATTTTATTATCGCAGGGGCAGGCGCTGCTGGATCCGTTGTCGCTGGAAGATTAGCAGAAAGATTCCCATGCCAAAGAATTTGTCTTATAGAAAGGGGACCAAATCTTGATCAAGCACCAAGACCTGATTGGATATTATATGTGGATGGACTAATTGAAGTGTCGCAAAATTTGGATAATTTAACAGAAGTATTATATACAACACCACAACCCGGACTTGGTGGAAGAGTTATAAATACAAATGTAGGAGCCATGGTAGGTGGTGGCGGAAGTCGTAATGCATTTGGATACAGAGTTCCATCTCGAACAACCATAAATGAATGGAATGTTAATGGATGGAAGTTTTCGGATTTAGAACCAGAATTTAGAAGGGTAGAAAAAAGTGTCGGTATTCAATTACTTCCATATAATAATGGAACTACTGCTGCACAAGTATATTCTCGTCGTGGCTTCAATGAAGCTGGTTATCGCAACAACACAGATAATACATTAAATGGAGATACAGAAGGAGCATTCCAAGGTTACAGTACTATATCAGGACCAAATATAGTTCCAGCACAAAGAACAAATAGTTATTTCCAATATGTGTTAGCATCTCCAAGATTAAATAAAAATTTATTTGTATATACTTATATGACCGTGCAAAGAGTTATTCTATCAAACAAAAATGTTGCCAAAGGTGTGGAAGCCATTGATAAGAACGGAAATACTGTATTATTTTTGGCAAATAAGGAAGTAATAGTTACAAGTGGTACTTATGCCAGTTCCCAAATTTTAATGTTATCAGGAATAGGAGATGCGGGTAAATTGTCAGCATTGGGTATTACACCTAGAATAAACAATCCAAATGTTGGAAAAAATTTATGGTATCATTGGTTAGGACAGTTCTTTTATATATTTAATCCTGCATTTGAAGTTGGAGGTGGGCAAGTTGGGGATATATCGACCGGTATGTTTGGAGGTGGTCCAAGTCAAATTCCATTTGATAAACCTAGATGGGTAGTAGGATCTGCACAGCTAAGTGTTGCACTTATTCCAGGACAAGATAAGGTTGGATTTGTAGAATGCACCATTTTTGATCTTTATTCTAAAGGAACTGTAGATCTATCCAACGCAAGCATTTTCAATCCTCCTATTATCAATTATAATGCCTTCCAAGATCCTAGGGATATAAATACCGCAGTTCAAGCTTTAGGACAAGCACAATTTATATTAAATCAACCATCATATGCAACAGTATACTTACAAAGATTTTTGCCGGATCCATCGGTGAATTTACAAGATCCTGTAGTGGCAAATTTTTATGCTAGAAGTGCATTGAGTGATGCATATCATACTGGTGGAACTACAAAAATGGGTAACTTAGGAGATAACACTAGGGTGGTGAATCCAAGGGCTGAGGTTGTCGGTGCCTTCAATTTACGTGTTTGTGATCTTAGTATTATACCAGATAGAGCTAAAATTAATACTTATGGTTTGGCAATGGCAGTTGGATCTAGATGTGCTAGTATAATAATAGATAAATATGCATCTTCCTTCGACGACAATAATGAAAATGGATATGCATATATTAAAAGTTGTTAATCATATTATTCTTATATAATATTATATATAAGAAGTAAATCATAAGAAATATGTTTATTATGAATTATATTAAAATTACCTTACACATTTCAATATAATATATTAAAACTTTTAATTATAAAAGATAACTTTCATTTTTCTCGTAAATTGGCACACATCAACATAATTTAATTTTTATCATCATAACTTTAATACCATTTTTGCTTTTCTTATTATATTATTATAAATAAGAAATTATTTCAAACCACTATGCATATAATAATTTATACAATTATTTTACAAATATCTACTATAAATTATTTTTATAAGTGTCTCTTATAAATTATTTTATAATTATCTTATCTTATAAAATAATTTTGTGACTATCTCTTCTAAAATATTTTACAACTATCTTATAAAATTATTTTTACAATTATCTCTTATAAATTATTTTTGCAACTACTATTTCTTAATTATTATTTCTTATAAAGAGGTATAAAATGATATTGATGATATGCATGTAAATTATAAATAATTTGTACGCGTGTATGGTATCCCATGAAAAAATTATAAACCCCATAAATTTACACAATTCACATTTATTAGTATATATCATCTAAAATATTTTTACAAGAGATAGTTATAAAATTATTTTTGAAATAGATAGTTATTAAAATATTTTTATAAGAGATAGATATAAAATATTTTATAAGAGATAGTTATAAAATTATTTTATAAGAGATAATAAGTTATAAAATTATTTTAGAAGAGATAGATATAAAATATTTTTATAAGAGATAGTTATAAAATATTTTTATAAGAGATAGTTATAAAAATATTTTAGAAGAGATAGTTATAAAATATTTTAGAAGAGATAGATATAAAATATTTTTATAAGAGATAGTTATAAAATATTTTAGAAGAGATAGATATAAAATATTTTTATAAGAGATAGTTATAAAAATATTTTAGAAGAGATAGTTATAAAATATTTTAGAAGAGATAGATATAAAATATTTTTATAAGAGATAGTTATAAAATATTTTTAGAAGAGATAGTTATAAAATATTTAGAGGAGATAGTTATAAAATATTTTTATAAGAGATAGTTATAAAATATTTAGAGGAGATAGTTATAAAATATTTTAGAGGAGATAATAGTTATGAAATATTTAGAGGAGATAGTTATAAAATACTTTAGAGGAGATAATAGTTATGAAATATTTTAGAGGAGATAATAGTTATAAAATATAAGATAAAATCATATATAGTAAGGTACTAATTTTCCATAATTTTTAAATTTTGATATCATGGGGTATTCGTTTCTCCATCTTTGACTGAGAGTAGTATAAATCAATTAAACAGAAGGAAAATAACTAGAAGAAATATATACAAATGAACATTATTTATTCTATAATAATATATATTATAAAGCTATAAAAATATTTTTATAATAGATGATTATAAAATAATAACGGCATTCATATTAGTATATTAATTGTTTATAATTTTGAACAAATGACTACATATACGTGAAAGTTTTACGAACAACATCTTACAGAATTATTTTTATAACTATCTCTTATAAAATTTTTTATAATTCCATATCTTATAAATTATTTTTATAAATATTATCTTCTAAAATATTTTTATAATTATTATCTTCTTAAAATATTTTATAACTATTATCTTCTTAAAATATTTTTATAACTATCTCCTATAAAAATATTGCTACGACTATTTTATAAATATTTTTACAACTATCTCTTCTAAAATATTTTTACAACTATCTCTTCTAAAATATTTTTATAACTATCTTATAGATTATATAAATTGCATCTTATAGGCGAGGTGAATAAATTATGGGGTATGTTAGGTAAGTGATCATAAAATCTACACGGATGCAATTGATTTTATGATTAATTCAATTAAATAGTACTAAAATTATGATGCTAAAATACATTAAAATTAAATTCATGTATGGGTACACATGAGAGAAAATAATGGTTTATTTAAAATTATTATTTTATATGTTATACTATCTATATGAAAATATATATCCTCGTAACAATTTATTCTTTTAAACGATTATAATTTTTATAAACCCAAGTTAACAATTATGTATAATAAAAAATTTATAAACTATATATTATATAATTCTTCGACAATGAAAATTTATATTTCCTTAAAAGAATAAATTGTTACGAGGATATATATTTTCATATAGATAGTATAACATATAAAATTATTATTTTAAATAAATAAATAGTTATCTTTTCTCGTGTGTACCCATCCACACATGAAACTTCCAATGGCGACTTATAAAATAACTTATTTATAAATAAATTATTTTATATAGTTATCATACTCCCTAATTTTATAATTTTGTATAATTTTCATCTGTGGGTGGGTACACATAAATTCATAATTATATATAATTATTACTTTACTATCCATATTGTTTTTATCTTATAATTGTAAATTATAAGATAAGGAAAGTTTAAAAATTATTTTATAAGTATCTACTATAAATAATTTTATAACTTGTCATCCTAAAATTATTTTATAAGTATCTACTATAAATAATTTTATAACTTGTCATCCTAAAATTATTTTATAACTTATCATCTTAAAATAATTTTATAACTATCTCATCTTGTAACTATCTCATCTTGTAACCTAATAATCTCTTGCAAAATAGTTTAGCACTCACACTCTCATCCTCTTCTATTCTAACACTTATCTGTTTTATTTCATGAGATATTATGCTTGCAATCAATAATATTGGTAATTTCTTATGTAATCTGTATATCATATTTATTATTCTTTTATTATTTAAAATTATTAGTTATAAAATTATTTTAAGATGATAAGTTATAAAATTATTTTAGGATGACAAGTTATAAGATTATTTTAGAGATGATAAGTTATTAAATTATTCTGTATGAGAATATAATTTATAAAATAAATCCAGGATGATAGATTATAAAATAATTTTAGGATAACAAGTTATGAAAATTATTTTAGGATGACAAGTTATAATATTATATAGAGATAACAAGTTATGAAAATTATTTTAGGATGACAAGTTATAATATTATATAGATATTAGATATATAATTAATGATAATATTTATATCAACTATACTATCTCATGAATTAAAAATATAAAATTATTATGTTTCTTGATTTGCAATAATATGATTAAATTATATATATATGCACTTTATAATCAACAGTATATATTTTTATGTTATAGTTGATTCATAAAAATATATACTGTTGATTATAAAGTGTAGTCTTAAAATTATTTTTATAACTATCTCTTATAAAATAATTTTACAACTTGTCATCCTAAAATTATTTTATAACTTGTCATCTTAAAATATTTTATAACTATCTCTTATAAAATAATTTTATAACTATAATCCCTTATAAAATAATCTTATAACTATCTCTTATAAAATAATTTTATAACTATAATCCCTTATAAAATAATGTTATAACTTGTTATCCTAAAATAATTTTATAACTATAATCCCTTATAAAATAATTTTTATAACTTTATATTCTTGAATATTTCAATAAATCAATGTCTTCATAAAATATTTTATAACTATTATCTTCTAAAAATATTTTTATAACCGTATGTTATAAAAATATTTTTGAATGGTAATATTATTAATTAATCTGAACTTTTATTTCTTAAAATAATATAAGAAATTGTTCTGTAACTTGATGTTATAAAATATTTTATAACAATCACCCTAAATTATCTTATAGTTATATAACTATAAATTATAACATAATTATATAACTATAAGATAATTATATAACTATAAGATAATTATATAACTATAAGATAATTATATAACTATAAATTATTATGTAACTATAAATTATTATGTAACTATAAATTATTATATAACTATAAATCATTATATAACTATAAATTATTATGTAACTATAAATTATTATGTAACTATAAATTATTATATAACTATAAATCATTATATAACTATAAATCATTATATAATTTGTATTCACCTTAATATAATAAGATAAATATTTATCACATCACATACTTAATTACAAACAAAAATGCAAAATTCTCCTAGATATCCAAAATTTTTGTAACCAATATAAGTATACTTGGGATGGACCTAATGTAAAAAAAATTATACAAGAAGAAGATAAATCATTAGGGCAAAATTTTCCCTAGGTATTAAAAATTTTTTGTGAGTAATATTAACACAATTAAGATGGACATAATGTAAAAAAATTTTTTTGTACAGATGATTTATGTAGGAGATATATAAATCTATAAATCACTAGGGAGAAATTTTTCCTAAGGTATCCAAAAATTTTGTGACTAATATTAACAGAATTAAGATGGACCCAACGCAAAAAATTTAATTATAAATAATTTATGGATCAATATGACAAAATTTTTATCAAATATTGTTGAGTTTAACAATGAGATAATGTTAAATTATTTATGAATCACTGAGACAAAATTCTCCCTAGGTATCAAAAAATTTTTTATCTAATATTGAATAACTCTATATGGACTTGATATAAAAAAATTTTGTAACATGTTCTAAAATAATAGTGCTATGTTCAAGAATATTAACGTTTATACCATAAAAGCTAATATCGAAAATTATGTTTGTATATAATGTGATGTAGACGTAGTAAATCATATGTCAGCAATATGCGTCATAAAATATGAAGACAGATCTAGTATGTCAATTGTAAAGACCCGAGTTGCTATCTAATTCGATCCTTTTATATTATTGTAATAGAAAAGATATTGAAGAGAAAGAGGATAAGTGTTAAGGATACGCTCGTATTCGTACGTACTCCGACTCACTTCGATTATAACTCCCTATCGCCTTTAGACAATAATCGAAATTCTGAAATTAATAAAAGCAATGGAAAGAGACAGGACATACCCGTTCTCATTACTTATCTTAACATCTCTTTAAGCGATTTCATTTTTCTTCTTTCCATTTATTTTGATAATTAACAATTCTAATATAGAAATTAAACTTTCAACTCAAATAATGTTTAAAATAAATGGGGTTGGAAACATAATTAATATAATAAAGAGATAAATGGTATTGATATTAATGATATACTTATATAATAAAGAGATAAATGGTATTGATATTAATGATATACTTATATAATAATTTCACGTGCGTACATGTACACGCAAAAAATTTATTTGGTGGAAATTAATTAATATTATAGAATTATATAATTCTATAAATATAAATATTTACAATATATTTAATTTATTAATTACTTCATTATAGAGTCTCATAACTATCATCATATCCAATTGCTAATCGACATCTGGTATTACCGTTGACCTATTTAGGATAGTTACAAAATTTACTATTATATGCACCAAATGATGTATCAAAAGCAATACCTGTGGAAATCATCCATTCTATCGCTTTGTCTTTAAATAATGGAATAATGAAAGTTACCAGACTAAGATATAATACATTTCCATCCTCATCTTTATATCCTAAAGATGAATGATATACTTTGATATTATTATTAAATTATAAATCTGAAGCAAGTATACTTGTAATTTTAGATTTCTTGGTGATCCTCAAAAATCTCACAATATGTTGCGTCTGATCATCAACAATCTCACAATATGTTGGACTAACATGCAGTCCATGCCATTTAATTTACAATTATATATATATAATTGTAACTTAAAATAGCACCAGCAATACAGATACCCAGTTCGTTTTCTTCTGGTAGAAGAAGAAAATGAAAGAATATTTACTTAAGAGATTAAGACTAATACCAGGTCCATGTTTAAAAGAATTAAAGATAATATGAACCACCATATACAATTTGTTAGAATATCCATTTAGTTTCCTAAGAAAGTCAAAATTGGGAATATCATTAGATGAATTACTGAAACCTTCCATATATAATATATGAATATCTTGCTTCTTTTTCTCTATATTGTGAGGTTCTAATAGTTTCTTAATTTCATCATTATTTGTAAGTTTATAGTATGTAATTGTATATTAGCATAGGTTTCGAATAAAATTTTGCTCAATATGATGCATTATTGATTATAAAATATACTTTATTCCTTCTATGTTTGGATAGTAGGACATTCAAGAGAATATTAATATTGTACATGTCGGATGTGACTATTAAATATTTTTTTCATATCCTATTTGTAATTTGTTTGCCAAAGATAGTAGTTCGTTGGATTGAGATATACAATAATAAGATCTTCTTTCATCTTCTTGTATAACCGAATTATTCATTTATAAATATTTTTTTCATAAATGGAGTATTAACTTTATTATATTCTTATTATTGTTATATTTATAAATAAATATAATAAAGTATAATTATATGGTTATGAATAATTTATAGTATAATAATAAATGAAATTATTATAAATATTTTGGATTATAATAATTTATTACAAATATAAAATGAAAAGAAATTGTTGTGTAACAAATTGTAATCCTATAATTATAGGACCTCAAGGCCAAGCAGGATGCGTAAATATCATAATAATAACAGGAAATGGTATTCCTGGAGGGTCTATAGGTAATAATGGAGATTTATATATAGATAATTTGACAGGAAATTATTACCAAAAGGAAAATGGAATATGGGTATATAAAGGTAATTTACGAGGTCCACCGGGAGTTCAAGGACCAAAAGGGGAGGATGGAAGTCAAATATTAACGGGAATTGGTCTTCCCAGCAATTTCGAAGGACAAAATGGAGATTTTTATCTGGATAATTTCACAGGTAATTACTATCAAAAGAAAAACGGAATATGGATACTTAAAGGAAGTCTATTAGGTCCGCAGGGGCCCCAAGGACCATCCGGAATGGATGGAAGTCAAATAATAACAAATAACGGTCCTCCCGATCCTCTTGATGGTAGAAATGGAGACTTTTATTTAGATAACACAACAGGAAATTATTATCAAAAAGAAAATGGAATATGGATACCGAAGGGAAATTTAATGGGTCCACAAGGATTACCAGGAATAAACGGAAGTCAAATAATAACAGGAAATGGAAATCCAATAACTAATGAAGGACAAAATGGAGATTTATATATAGATAATTTAACAGGAAATTACTATCAAAAAGAAAATGGAATATGGATAATAAAAGGTAATTTGATTGGACCTCAAGGTAGTCAAATAATAACTAATAGTGGTCCTCCATTATCATCGGAAGGACAAGATGGAGACTTTTATTTAGATAATTTAACAGGAAACTATTATCAAAAGGAAAATGGAATATGGATGTCTAAAGGAAGTTTATTAGGGCCTCAGGGGCCCCAAGGATCATCTGGAATGGATGGAAGTCAAATAATAACAAATAATGGTCCTCCGTCATCATTAGAGGGACAAGATGGGGACTTTTATTTAGATAACACAACGGGAAATTATTATCAAAAAGAAAATGGAATATGGATACCGAAGGGAAATTTAATGGGTCCACAGGGATTACCTGGGACAGATGGTAGCCAAATAATAACAGGAAATGGAAATCCAATACCTAATCAGGGAGAGAATGGAGATTTTTATCTGGATAATTTAACAGGAAATTATTATCAAAAAGAAAATGGAATATGGATATATAGAGGAAACTTAATGGGACCCCAAGGACCACCTGGTGTGCCCGGACAGGATGGAAGTCAAATATTAACAGGAAATGGATTGCCTAGTAACTTAGATGGAAAAGATGGAGATTTTTATTTAGATAATTTAACAGGTAATTACTATCAAAAAGAAAATGGGATATGGATACCTAAGGGAAGTTTATTAGGACCACAAGGATTACCAGGAGTACCGGGAGAAAACGGAAGTCAAATAATAACAGGAAATGGAAATCCAAGTAATTCACAAGGACAAAATGGAGATTTTTACTTAGATAATATAACTGGTAATTATTATCAAAAGGTAAATGGAATATGGATACCTAAGGGTAATTTAAAAGGACCTCCGGGAAGTCAAATAATAACAGGAAATGGAGTTCCGGATGTGGGAGAAGGATCAAATGGGGACTTTTATTTAGATAATATAACTGGAAATTATTATCAGAAAGAAAATGGAGTATGGATACCCAAAGGTAATCTAATAGGACCACAAGGTATACCAGGACAAGATGGAAGTCAAATATTAACGGGAATTGGTCTTCCCAGCAATTTCGAAGGGCAAAATGGAGATTTTTATTTGGATAATTTTACAGGTAATTATTATCAGAAGGTAAATGGAATATGGATACCTAAAGGTAATTTAATGGGTCCGCAGGGATTACAAGGACTACCTGGGAAGGACGGGAGTCAAATAATAACAGGAAACGGGACACCCAGTTCTATGCAGGGACAAGATGGAGACTTTTATTTGGATAATACAACAGGAGATTATTATCAAAAACAGAATGGAGTATGGATGCCTAAAGGAAATTTAGTGGGTCCACAAGGACCTCCGGGAGATACAATAGTTCCTGTAGTGAGAACAGCATATGTTGATGCCAAATTTAGTGGTACCATAGGAGTGCCACAAGTGGAAAGTTTTATCAGACCATTTGCAAGTATAACATCAGCATTATCGGCTATATCTATATTTAGAAGTAACATATCAGAAAGATGGGAATTATACGTGAGACCATCTATTTATAATGAAAATATTGTAACAATTCCATATGTGGATATAATAGGATCAGGAGAATGCACTATTATAAATGGTAATTTGATAAGTAATACTGGACCATGTAGTATATCTAATATGGTATTTAATATACCAAATTTTTCAAGCATTACATTATCAAGCATTATAAATATAGAAAATATAATATTTAATGTTATAAATCCACCACAAACAGGAATAAACGGAGGAAGCGCTATATTTGTAGATTGCACAACATCAAGTAATGTAGATATATTAATGAATAATTGTCTTTTAGATGTACAAACTACAAACCCAGCTGGAATATATGCAGATTTTATTAATGCTGTAGGTAATGGAAGTACCTCACCAATATGCAATTTATCATTTGTAGTAACAAATAGTACATTCACTAATATTAATAATGGAAATTTAGGATCGCTTGTTCCTAGTGTTTTCGCTTTAAAGAATGCATCTAATATTAATACTAATATTGTGTTTAAAGATAATATTGTAAATGTTGGACACGTTCCAATACCGAATGCATATACATTATTATATGGAGCGATTGGTCCCAGTATGAGAACTTGCAATATATTGGTAGATAACGTATGTCATAATGTATATAATAATATAACTCCTTTCATGTTAGGTAATAATGGATTATTATTAGTAAATTTATCAAGTCCTCAATCAGGGTCAAATGATATATTAAGTATCTCTAATTGTTATATAAATTTGTTATCAGGACAATTTTTTAATCCGAATATTGATCCCGTATACAGTTATTTGGCACCATCCAGTTCAGATTTATACTATATAAAATTATATAATAACACTTGGAATGGAATAGATCATATCCCTACTACATATTCGAATAGTGGAAGCATAAATCCTGTAACAATGGTGCAATATGATAAATTTGGTTCTATATATGGAACAGGTGGATTACAGCTAGGTACCAGGTCTATATTAACAACTAATTATAATGTTTCGAGTAGTGATACATTGTTAATATGTACATTACCTAATACAACAATAATATTACCGAATCCATCCCCTCCAAATTTTATTGATAAATTCCGAGGAAAAATTATCATAATTTATAACTCTGCTATTGGGCCAATAGTGGTTTCTCCTGCAGCTGGTACATCTATATTACCACCTTCTTCTAGTCCTTCTACCATTCAATCAGGATCTTGTAAAATATTTATGTCGAATTCTAATACTTGGTACACTATATCCTCCCTTTAATATAATTTTATTTACATAATAAATAAAATTATTACCTCACATTAACTAGATCTACACTTATTATATTTTTATCTTTTTTTATTAATTCTATATTTATGTTAAATGGAATTACAGCTTTTACTCTATATAATTGCGTATTTTCTTGATATTCTTTTTCTAATATATTATACCCACACTTTTGTAGTAAAGATATATTCTTAACTATCATATTAATAATAGTAACCGATCCCATTCTTTTCCCTTAACATAAAATTATTTAAATATAATCTTAAATTATATTATAAACTATTTATTATAATAATAAAATGAATAAAAAGATAAGATAATGAAATATTTATAAAAATAATATTAATGAATATATTGTTATTACCAATAGATAAAATAATAAAATCCCAAATAATATAAGAGAAAATATAAATAATGAACAAGTAGGATATATGATACAATCTTTAAAATCAGAAATTTCTTTACCTCCTATCGACGTTATAGAAGGAAAATCAGAATATTATAAATGTATAGATGGATGGCATAGATTGTAGGCTCATCGTGTAGCTGGATATAAATTTATTTATAGTATAGTATGTAAAGTAAAGAATAGGGAAGAAGAAGAAATTACATCTTACGTAAGAGGGAAAGGTAATGAATGGAAATTAAGAGAAAACACAAAATAATTTTATAAGCTTTATACAGAACATAAATCTATTCCCAAAGTTTCCAAGCTTATATCCGAGTCCGAGAATGAAGTTCGATATATTATTAGGTGCGGCTTTTTGTTATCTGAAATTCAAAAAAAGTAATAAATTTGGTGGAGCATTAGTAGAAATGATGTTTGTGGTTAAAAAAGATATGCAATTTCCCATGTATAGATATTTATTAAGTATGAAAAATAATGAGGAAAGAAGAATTTCATTGGAGAATGGAATTAAGATGGGCCAAATATTAACTCAAGATAACACATTGGATGCATATCATTATATACATAATAATGAAAATTTGAAACAATCATCGATAATGCCATGTAACCAAATAGAAAATGAAGATATATAATTCAAAATTTAACTAAAGACATTAAAACTTATGTTTGTGCTTTGTCTCACAAAAAATCTTTCGTTGATAAATTAATTTCTTATATTACTATTATTTAAATATAAAATTATTTTTATATTTATTTTATAAATTATATTATCCATGGTATTCTTTAGAATTTTCCTCATAACGTTCTGAAATTTTAGAGACGACAGAACTATTTGGATGTAACATAATTTCATCTAACTTTTTATCAATGACATCTACAATATCATCAACATGAGAAAATGATTTGTCCTTAAGTTCTAATAGTCCATCTCTACACATATCATATTTATCGCATATTACTGATATATCATTGAGTAATTGCTCCCGTTTTTCTTCCGGTAATGCATATACTTCATTTTCCAAATCTCTAGTTTCTTGCTTTGCTAATTCTATTCCAAAAGGTATAGCTAAATCTAATACCAAACTTAGTAAATGTAATAAAGAACCACCTTTTCTATTTTTTTGTCTGTCCAGAAGAGACAATAAACTACTTAAAAACGATTTATTCGTAGTAAGTTTTCTTTTTAATTGTCTTTCGTTCATTTCCAAGTCTTCATTATTATTATTATTATTGTTATTATTATTGTTATGATACATTTCGTATTAAAAATTTTTTATTTAGATATCAGTTTTTGATATTATATAACAATATTCTATACGAACTTCCTAACGTAAATACTAAATCTATCATATTGATTATTTTTTATAAATAATTTTATATATAGGAATATGGAATCTATACCAAACGAAATAATATTTTATAATATATGTTACATCGACTATGAAGTGTCAAAATTAATGATGATGTTAAATAAAAAATATAATAATTTAAGCAAGGGATATGGTAATGATAAGAGAAATCCAAAATTATATTTTTTACAATACAAAACAGAATTATCAAATCCATCCAATCAACTTAAATATTGGCAAAACATATACACAGGAAGAATGGAAGATAGATATGAAAAGAGTTCATGGGGGAATCCGAAAGAAATATTATATTTTACAGATGGTGTCCAAAATGGAAAATGTACATACATCAACGATGGTACTGAGGAGTATATGTATGTAAATGGATTAAAGAATGGAAAATATAGAAAATTTAATATATGGGGAAATTTAGTAGAAGAAGGAACATACAAAGATAATAAATTAAACGGAAGTGTTTCTCGATATCATGGAAATGGTAAAAAGTTTGTAGAATGTACATATATAGATAATAATTTATTTGGGACATATAAAGAATTCAACGATAAGGGAATTATCATAGAACAATATGATGATAATATTGTTAAGATAAATGATTCTTATAAGAGTGTGAAATCAGGAAAATATAACAAATATGATAATAGAGGAAGAAGAATACAAGAATGCTATTATGTAGGAGATGATGAAAAATTAGATGGAAAATATATAAAATGGTATCCAAGTAAGAGAATCAATTCCTTGGAGCGTAAAATGATGGAAGAATATTATAAAAATGGACATAGATATGGTAAGTCACAAAAATGGTATGAAAATGGAAATATTCATATACAATGTTCATATAACGAGAGAGGAATTTTAATAGGAGAATATAAAGAATTATATGTAGATGGAAGTATACGTAAACAATGTCATTATGCTGAAATTGTTCCAGAAGATGAAAATGTTGGTGTACTACATGGTAAATATCTAGAATATAATAACAACAACAAACTCATTAAACGTGGATTTTATATAAATGGAAAATTAGATGGAAAATATATGGAAAGAAATACTGTCTCTAATACTAAAATAAAATGTATTTATAAGAACGGAATTTTACATGGACAATGTGCTGAGTATTATGTCGTAGAAGAACCTATACAGATAAAACTTTCTACATATAAAGATGGTCAATTAGATGGAATTTATATAGAAAGATATGATAACGGGGATAAAAAATTAGAATGTTATTATAAGGAAAATAAATTAGATGGAAAATACGAATTATTTCACTCGAGAGTTCACGTTAAGATAGGAGGTATTGTTTCATCTTTGGGACAGGTAATGATGCGTATAAAATGTTTTTATAAGGAAGGTAAATTGCATGGACAATATGAAGAATGGAGTCCTAATGGTACACAAAATATTAAATGTTTTTATGAAAATGGTATAAAATTATAAATTGATATTTTAAAGGAGTTTAAATATTATAATAAGATGTCTAATAATTGGGAAGCATGTTCTAATATCATAAATGAATTTACTACTGTATGTAAGTCTATACAAGATATTTATATAAATGATGATAAGAAATCCTCACTTAAATATCTTGAAGATATAAGTAGTTTATATGTATATATAACAAGTATGAATGAAATAGTAAATAATTCTACATCAGATGATAATCTTGCGATAAAGAAATTAGTTCTTAATCTAAGGCATATAAAAGAGAACGAGATTAGATATATAAAAATATTCACATATAAATTAGTTAAAGATACAAAACTTGGAATAAAAGGTAAAAGTTTATTATCGAAACTTATAACAATCGCAGTTTTGTAGATATTATATTATTAATATTATTACAATATTATAGATATATAAATATTATATCTCTATTTATAATTGTAGATATATTTATAATTATAGATTTATATTATATTTGGGTTAATTGGGACAGGTAACACGACCATTGGAATCTGTGGTACATATAGTATTTTCAGAACATATAGTACGACCAGCATTATCTATTCTATATGCTCTAACACCACATGGCGAAGATTGATATTCTGGTGGACACAATATAGTTGGACAAAATTGGCTTGCTTCATTATTGCATCTACTTAATAAATTATAATAATATATTATAGCTACTATTATAGCTATTAATATTAGTACTAAAATGATGTTAACGATAACACCCGCAACCATTTATATTTTAATTGTTGAGGAATTAATTTTCTATAATGGTAAAGTTGGAAGATCTTTCCAAGCTTTTAACCATTTTTGTCGAATTTCGTCATTTTTGTTCGTGTTATGGACAGTTTTGGGTTCATTAAAGGTAATCGGAGGTATATCTTTCCATGCTTTCAACCATTTTTGTCGAATTTCGTTGTCATGTTCATCCGTTGATGTAGAAAATAAGAATATATTTTTATATATGAATGTCATCTTTTAATCTTTATAATTATTTAATTATATAATTATAAAAGAGAGAAAAGTAATGAATAACGTTAAAGTGAATATAAGATTTTTTAGATTTCAGGGATATCCACCATCACAGGATAATAATTTTTCTCAAATAGAGTGGATATATCCAGCTAATAAAGAATTATTTAGTCAAGTCACAAAATATAAATTTATGGAAGTAGATTTTCCATCGAAATATTTTGGTAGTATACTAGATTCCTTAAATCTTTTAGCAGAAATATATAAGAAAGATTCATATTATTTATATGGATTACTTACAGTTTATGTTAATGATATTAAAAAATTTACCGACACCATCAACATATTTAAAACTTTTGAACCCTTATGTCTATCAAAACACACCGATACCATAAAAATTTACATCAACAAAGACGAAAACAAACGTAACGAATTAGAATATATAAAAATTAATAGACTTAATTCATAATATCTTATAAACCTTACTTATTTTTACTTACTATATATATTTCATTGTAAATTATAATAACGTATCTTATTTATTATGATATCATAATAAAATGATTTTAAAATTATAAATATATTTAAATGAGATGGATTTATTAAATGAAGATATTTTATTCTATAACATTTGTTATGAAGGATATCACACCGCAAATTTATTTTCCTTATTATGTAAGAAATTTTATAATTTACGCAAGGAACATAATGGGGAAAAAAGAAATATTAAAGATTATTTCTTAATAAATGTAAAAAAGAACCTGGATCCTGATGTTGGAATTTATTATGGTGGTATAGAAGATTTTTGGATAGATACTCAAACTGGAGAAAGAGAAGGATTATATAAAACATACATATATGATAATAACAAAAATTTATATTTACATGAAAGATGTTTCTATAAGAATGGTGTTTTCCATGGACAATATATCAAATACTACAAAGATGGTAAAATATTTGATACTGTCATGTACATAAACGGGTTGAAAGATGGAGAATATATAGGATATTGGGATGATGGAAAGATAGCGTTGAAACGTTATTATGTAAATGGAAAGCGACAAGGAACTGAAACAAGATGGAATGATAATGGAAAAAAATATATAGAAATGAATTTTAAGGATAATGAGTTTCATGGTCCTTGGACTAGTTGGTATGATAATTGTCAAATATTAGAATCTAAACAGTATGATAACGGAGAGTTATGTGGAGAATATTTTTTGTATTATGAAAATGGTATTCTCAAGGAACATATTAATTATATAAATGGATATAAGAATGGTAAATATATGAGATTTTTTAAAGATGGAAGAAAGGATTTAGAAGAAAGTTATAGTAATGGAAACGCGAATGGTGAAATGTATTGGTATCATGAAAATGGAAACACACGAGCGTACGGATCCCTCAAAAATAGTAAATTTTATGGAAAATATATGGAATGGCATGAAAATGGAAAGAAGAAAGTAGAATGTAATTTTGTTGACTTTACTGTCCGAAGTAGTAGTGGTCCATATCATAAGAGAAAGGGAACCTTAAATGGATTATACATGGAATGGTATGAAAATGGAATTAAAAAGAAAGAATGTAATTATGTTAATGGATTGAAGGTTGGTCACTATACTAAATGGAACAAATATGGTATGATAACCAACAGAAGTATATTATATCCTCAACATTAAATATTATCTAGATAACATATTATATCATTATTAATTTATAAAATAATATTTTATAAATATTATGATATTATAATAAATAATATCATAATATAAAAATATGAACCAAACGCAATCTATATGTACAAGAGTTGCTAGAGGAATTCCCATATTTTATGCATTAGTTAATGTAAGAAATGGAGATGATATGACAGCACAAGTAGGTAGGATATATATTGGATTAAGACCATTTAAAACTTTACAAGTCGCTGTTAATGCGTTGAGTAGGGAACTACAAGGAAAAGATCCAGAATGGAGAGGTCAAGCTATTATTATAAATACAGGAACCGAAAATAGTAGAGAAATTATTAACAGAGATCTTAATATACCAAGAGGAATTTTTATTCGTCCTGGAGATGCATTGGGTAATTATAATCTTTTTGACGAATTAGGTAGACCTTATATAGAAGTTAGAGGAACATTAAATATTGGAGGTGATACCAGATTCGAACAGCTAATATTTTCTGCATATAATATAATAGCTGTAGGCTCACATTGTGCCGGATTAGTCCATTTTATCAGACAAAATTCAAGAGAATTATCCGATAATTTTATTAATGTACTAGATGGGGAACTTGCTATACAGAATGGATTAATCGAAGCATCATCGTGTGATAAACTATGTGATTTGAAGAATAGTACTTTAGCATTAGATAATACTGATATCCTTACAAAGGATGTAGATATTGGATTTAATGCAAATAACTCCAAAATTTTTATTGATAGCTGTAATTTGGATATGGAAATTCACACATTATTACATGCAGAAGATAAATCATTATTAAGAATAACTAAATCAGATATGACAATTAAGGGAGAAAATGTTATATTAAATAATATTAATTCTTCTTCTGCTGAATATGACAGAACTTTTATTAATTTAGAAGTAGATAATATCAAAGATGTAACCGATGGTAATAAAATTATATATAAATTTGATACTATAACTGGTAATTTTACTGGATTATTAGATGAAAAGACAGCAGAATATACCGTAATTACTGAGAATGGCATTATTTCTTCTGATAGTTCTAAAATTCTAAGATGTTTATCGGAATATACAGTTCAAAATTCTGATAAATATTTAGTATTTAAGAACAGTAAAAAGTTACAAATTAAATTACCAGATAATTCATTTAATGGTAGAACATTAAGTCTTAAATTTATTGATGTTAAAGAGCGTAAAATAAAAGGAACATTTAGTAAGGACGATATAGAAAAAATAGATAAGCTACAGGAACTTAATTTAGTTTATATCAATAAAGTTTGGTATGTTATATAAATTGATTTTAAAATGTATATTATATTTAATACAAGAATAGATTAATATCAATGGAAGTTGTAAATTTTGTCTCTAGTATGTTTATTGGATTATTATTGGGTATATTTACATCCATATTAGTTCTCATGTATAATAATGAAAGACGAGAGTATGGTCCAAAAAAGATGATGTTATCATTTTCTAATATTCCAATATACGTTATTGGTGGTATATTCTTTGGAATCTTATCTGAGTTATTATTATAACGTTGTTACATTATTACTATAATTATAGTAATAATACAAAATATCTATTATAATTATAATAGAATCTAGCAAATTATAATGATGATATATGCGATAAAATTGTATCCATTTTATATCTTGATATTAAAGTAATAGAGATACTATATTTTTAAATTTTAACAGTTTGATCATAAATTCAACTTATTGAATCTTCAATTTTAATACATATGGGTATAAATGGAGAAACTATGTATAAAGTGTGGACAAAATAATAATTTAACAAGATATATGTCATACCATAGCACATATGACCAAAAATTTTATTTATCAGAAAATCTTGATAACTATCCCACTATGTGTAAAAAATGCTATCTTATTCACATAAATGAAGATGAAGAAGATCATGATATTTGGTTTAAATGTCCATGTTGTAATATCAATTATGAAGAAGAATTATTCTATCAATGCGAGAAATGTGAACGATATATATGTAACATAAACTGTATTAAGGTTATTGGATGTCAAACAAGAAAATGTATATGTAATTTATGTTTTGATCATAAATGTATAAAATGTAATAATTATATACAAGATAGGTTAGGATTATATTTATGGGATGGAGATAGAAGTCTTCAACCACTTTGCGATAGTTGTAAGTAATATTTTATCTAGTTTTAAATCCTATATATGGTAGATTAAATGGAACTCCAAATTTATTAATATATGATATAGTGGCATCTTGTGGAATTCCATATTTCGTATATAGATACCATGCATGATAATTGAATGCCCCTCTTGATGGTAATGTACTACCAGCGGGATTATGATTTTGTATAACAAATGGTATTTCGTCGCTAAATGTCTTGGGGTTGGCAAATAATTCGGCAATTCTGGAATAATATTGATGTCCAGGATTTTGTATAGAATAAGTATAACATGAAGTACAATATGTTCCAGCATTGTTATCTTTTCTAAGTATTACGTTACATTGCCCACATTTTCTTTCTTTGCCCATTATTAATATTTTAATAATAATTTATTGGTATTTATAATCATTTTGTACACTTTTTACTGGAATATGGACCTACACTATAATGAACACAAGCCTTTGATACTTTACCATTTTTTATTGTTGCACTAGTTCCGATAGAAACTGGACCTATACTTAAGTTGGTTCCGCTTATAGAACCATTATTACCTTTTTTGCAAATCGTTGTACCACCTGGGGTTCTAATACAATGTTCACTCATTTTATATAATTATAATTATAATTATATTTTCATTTATGCAAGGTTGTTATTATTAACTTTATTAATTGTAAATCCAAATTTGTAAACTATAAAAATTATAGAAGATAGAAAATTATAGAAGATAGAAAATTATAGAAGGTATAAAATTTATAGAAGATGAAAAATTGTAAACCATAAAATTTATAATTTTGTTCCATGTGATAGACCCCATAAGATATTTTTTTTCATAATTTACTATTGTCATTTAATATCATTTTATCAAAGATTGTCTCAACAAATAAAATTATATATATGAAGTAGTTCGTTAAATTACTATATATTATATATATTTGATTTTATTATAATATATATATATATATATACATATAAATTCTTATAAACCATATATTATCCAAGATAAATTGATTATTTAATAATATGGTTTATGTATTATGAGTATAGAAGAAGGAATTATAATGTCACAGGAAGGAGGAGAACTTGCTTTATATACATTGAAAGGAATGGGAATCTGCACTGGAGTTGCCATGTTACTTGTCGTCAGAGGATTCGTTAAGGCAGCTAAAAGAGACGCACAATCATTTTTTGGAGCAATTTTATTGTTTCCACTATATCCAGTAGTTGGTTGTCTTGCTGGATTTGGATATGGATTATATAGAAAGTATATGAAATAATTATGTCAGTATATGTTACATTATTTTTATCAATCATAATATTTATAAAACAAAATAACTTCCATTATTATACACTTACATTGTTAATGTAATATAAAAATGATATTAAAATTATGGATATAAATTATCATAAATTTTATTCCATGTGGTATGATACACATGGAATTCATAACACACTACAGAATAATGTAAAATATCTTATTAACTATATTAAAACATACATTTCATTATTTTATAACATTCCCAACTTCATAATTATTTTTATAATCTATAATTTATAATTAATGTAAAATATTTTTATAATTTATAATTAATGTAATGTAAAATATTTTTATAATCTATAATTATGAAGTTGGGAATGTTATAAAAAAGAATGAAATTGTTGTTTTGGTATAGTTGATGCCGTCTTTTGTATTATTCTATTTTATTGTATATTATATTATGAATTCCATGTGTATCACACCACATGGAATAAAATTTATGGTAATTTATATCTACACGTTTAATATCATTTTTATATTATATTAATACTTATATAGGATATAATATAAAATAATATTAAAGTTATGAATAATAGAATTTAATAAATTAATTAATAAATTTTATTTATTAATAAGATGAGAAGAAAATGATTCATATTTATAGTACGGATGGTTCCTACATTATGGACATCAATAATATGGAATATAATAATTTGTTGATGAGATTTCAAAATTTTTCACATTTTATATATAGGGAAGAAGATAGAACTATATTGCCTATATCATCTTTATCATTAACAAAAGATAAGAAAACGAATATTCCAATTATTAAAACATTCTTAGATGATAAACTAAATTTGCATAATGACATTATTAATATAAGAAAATATGTTTTACACTTTATAGATTTCTATATTCCTAAACTAAAAGATGAAGATCTTATCTATATATTATATTTATATAATCCTAAATTTATAATGTCTCTCAAAGAAGATTGTGAATATATAATCAACAAATATTATTCAGACATCAATCTAAGTATTGATTACAATAAGCTTCATAAGTCATATAGGTTATCCATGGAAGAATTATTTCACACAATGCACAAAGATTCGGATAGAGTATATGATAAGGGAATAAAGACTCAAAATGGATCTTTCGTGCGTTCTGATAATACTTGTTATCTTGTCGATTCTCTTGATAAACCTTTAAATGTTTGGAATTTATCAAAATCATATAATAATTATGATATATATTTATCACGTGCTGGAAAATCCAATGGGTCGTCAGAATATAATTTTGTAGGTTGGGATTGCACATCATCCTCATATAATATGTGTAAATATGAGTGCGCTGAAAAGTGTGGAGAAAAAATAAAACTTAATATTTCCGGACATAACCATATTAAATATTCAAGTAAGGTCACTATTGGGGAATGGAATGTAAAGATCAATCATATGTTTCCTGCAGTAGGATATGGAATAGTGTTAAATACAAAATCACAAGCATTCAAGATATATGATATAACATATGCTGACCATATGAATGGTAATTTATACTTCCAAAGAGGTAATAACCACAAAATGATAAATATCAATAAATTTTTAGACAGCATCTTCGCATATGAGATGATAAACCGTGTACTACATAATATTTCTTGGGTATAGTCTAAATTTGTTATAGAATATTATCAATGAAAAAGTCACATGTAGATAATATTCTATTATTATATTCTCTCACACATTTTTTACTACATGCAATATCCTTTAATATATTAATTAATGAATAATTAGTATATATAATTCTATATTCAGAATATGTAGCTAACAATATTTCATCAAATATATATTTTTGCTTTTCGTTAATATTAGTATAGAATATAAAAATATTATAAATATCTATATCAAAAAATTCCATATTATAATATATTATATTAGTTACAAAAATTTTAATCTTTTGTAATAACTTTATTACTATTATTCTATCTAATACATATAAATATCTTTTGAAATTACATATCGCTGTATCTTGATTAATATTAAAATCTTTATAAATCTTATTATACCAAAAATAATTATTAGAATTTATGTTATATAAATTCTTGTTACAACTACTAAAATTATAAATATCCTTATATTCTAAATTTTTAATAATATTATAATGCATATCATTAGGAAGCAAAGATATTAGGTCCATTGTATGTAATTATAAATATTTCTTTCTAGACAAAATGATTTAAATATAGATCATTTTGTTAAAATATGAATTACTTATTAACAATATGGATTTATTAACATCAGACATATTATTTTATAAAATTTGTTATGGAGACTATCAAACTGCAATAGTATTTTCCCAATTATGCAAAAGATTTAATAAATTAAGCAAGGAGCACAATAGAGAAAAAAGAAATATAAGAGATTATTTTCTCATTAATATAAGGGAAAGTAAGCGTCGAAAACCTTCTTTTAATGGTGAAAGTATTCATGATTTCTGGGTTGATAGGATGACTGGAAAGTTACAAGGACCCTATTCAAAATATCTGGATGGCAATTTGTATAAAAGATATTATTATAATGATGGATTAAGAGATGGAAGATATACCAGATACAATAAAGACAAAAAAATCTTTGAAACTGTTATGTATGTTAATGGAAAAATGGAAGGAGAATTTATTGGATATGATGAAGATAAAATATACGAAACACGTTTTTATGTAAATGGGAAGAAGGAAGGAGCACATACAACTTGGCATGAAAATGGAAATAAGTATATAGAGATGAACTTTAAGGATGGAAAGTTTCATGGACCATGGACTAGTTGGCATAAGAATGGTCAAGTTCTTGATTCTAAATACTACGTTGATAATTGCTTACATGGAGAACATCATTCTTACCATGATAATGGAATATTAAGGGAGTATATCAATTACAATAATGGGCGCAAAGATGGAAAATATGTAAGTTATTATAAAACAGGAAGAATAAAGGGGGAATTAACATATAGTAACGGAAATTTTGTTGATGGTGAAGCTCGTTGGTATCATGCGAATGGAAATATATGCAACATTGACAATTATAAAAATGAAAAATTGTATGGAAAATGTATGGAATGGCACGAAAATGGAAGGAAAAAGAAGGAATGTACATATGTAGATTATACTGTTCCTAGTGGTGCTAGTTACTATAAAAGAATGGGAACAATAAATGGTGTATATATAAAATGGTATGATACCGGTATTAAAGAGAAAGAATGTAATTATGTTAATGGAAGGAAGGTTGGGGAATGTGTTAAATGGGATAAGAAAGGTAATGTGGTTAGTAGGACAGTATTCTATCCATAACAATAATACATATGATAGTTAGACGAGGGATGGGTAACTATTACCGATATGATTATTTTCTAATACTTTCTTAGATATGATAGAGTAGAGAATTGATGTTTTGTTAATTTATATAACTTAGTACTTATATAGATTATATAGTAGTTATATAAATATTTTATAACTTATGGTAAGGTAGGAATGACAATCGGCATTATATAGATTGCTAAAATAGATGGGATACCATTTTAGAGAAAATTATGACATTCCTATTATATCTAGTAGTTGGTTATGTTATTGTATTTGGATATGGATTATATGGGAAACATAATCTTACATAACATGATATAAAATAATTTAATATGATATAATATTATATCATGTTATGTAAGATTATATAATTATAAATAGTACAACAATTCTTAATTCATTATATTTACATAACAGAGAAAAGAAATATTAAAAATATAAATATAAATTATATATACCAACGCATGAAACTTTCTCTAAATTATATAATTTAGATATATTAACTTCTATATTAAAAAGTATCATCTTATATTATCTTATTCTTTTAAGGAAGTATAATTTTCTATCTTATGTGAAATTGTATAATATATAGTTTATAAAAAATTTTTTATTATATAATTGTTAAGTCACGAAGATAGAAAATTATACTTCCTTAAAAGAATAAGATAATATAAGATGATACTTTTTAATATAGAAGTTAATATATCTAAATTATATAATTTAGAGAAAGTTTCATGTGATGGTATACATAATTTATATTCATATTTTTAATATCATTTTTATCTTCTATTGATAATTATATCAACTCTTGGAAGCAATGAACGTGCGACATGATAATAAAACCTATAGTTATAACAAGATATTATTATATACTATTATCAATATACAAATTAATATATTAAGAGAAAATGAAATTATGATATACAATGTCCACTAACCCACAATATAATATAAATAGGTATATTATATAATTCATTTCTATAAATTCATAGTTATATAATATATATATTATATATATATATAAAGACAAAAATAATATGACATAATTATTATGTCATATCAAATATAATATTAATTTATATCGACCCAATATTATTGTTCTTCAACTTTTATTCTGACTTCAACATTATGTTATTATCAATTTAGTTTCAACCTTATATTGACTTTAATAATATGTTGATCTCAGCATTATGTTAATATCGATCCCAACTATCATTTGTCTCTAATTAATATTTATTTAATCTGTTGTAGATATTCTTTAATGTTATCATTATAAATTCCTGCATAATTTCTCCCAAAAATATGTCCTATCTTTTCTAAAATTTCTATTAACAAGTTTTTCATACCATTATATGAAAATTTTTCTGTTTTATAACCGTATAAAACCCTATCCTTATCATCAAAATTTCCTAATGAGGACGTTGATGTGATACTATTACTAAGTAAACCAATAGTAGAGGCATTCGTCATTCTTATGTTATTAGGAAGTTCAATTCTTCTTATTGGACCAGAAATATTAAAGAAATTTTGATCCTTCCATAAAATGTCTCCGTATTTGTTTGTATTATATAGTGGTATCACCTTATCTTTTTCTCCCATCTTTTCTAAAATATAATTTATAAGAATAGTGGTAGAATTTGGACTTAAATCATCAAAAGATATTGTAGTAAATTCGAAAGCACTTGGGGTAATTGGTAAATATATATCTTCCTTCATTAGACGAGTCATACAAAGATCAATATAAATACTATTAGGACTAAATATATTAAAGGTTCCATAAATTGGGATGTTTGATTTGCAAGAGAGTAAATAATTCTTAATTTCAAGGGTATACATTCTTGATATATCTTCATTATAATCTATAATTAATATCTTCTTTATTTCTAAAGACTTACCTACATTCCATTTTCCCGTATCTATGTCATACATTTGATTATTTTTAATTAAATATACATCATAAATTTCGTATGTATATCCTAATAAGAAGACATTTACATTATCTATTCCTAATCTATTAGTTAAACCACTAAATCCCTCATCATCTCTTAATTGAACATATCCTATAATATCTCCATTTTCATATACTGGAACTGTATCATCTTTCACTAATCTTAAATATAAAGATTTAAATCCCTCATTCTTTCTTTTCTTAATTAACTGATCAGGATATTCAATATTAATTCTATTTAACCATAATCTTTCATCTTGACATAAAGATTGTAACCTTTGACTGGATGAGCATAAAGATGATAAATTATCAAGGTGAATATAAGGTAATATTTGATCTATTAATAATTCATTAGGTAAGGAATTAATGTATTCTACGTCTTCCATTTATATTAGATATAATATAATTAAAAGTTTTTATATTATGTTAAATTATAGTCAATGAAGAAAGATTAATATGTATATAATCATAACATTTACCTATATAATTTCAAATAAAAATCATTGATGTATGAATTTATATCGGAGTATATTTTGTATATAAACTTGTTATCGACAAATTTAATAAAATTATCTTTATTCCTCATTTTTTGCATCCAATCAATTATTTCTATACAAGTATCTTCATATTGAATAGTAAAATTCATTAGCTTTACTTTAAAATTTTCATATTCGTTTTCAATATTTATTATTCTTGATATTATTACATGAATTCGCATTGATGTATACAAAAATGATATTGATCTTATCATCATATCTTTATCCTTACAATTATCCATAACTTGTTGTATTTGACAAATTTCAACAATTATATTCCTAATCTCTATTAAAAATTTTATTATACGTTCATATTCACATTTCTTATATTGTAAATATTTATATTTAATTTCCCAATTGTCATCTAAGAATGTACTTTCAATAATGTTACAAAGAGAAAAATATTTATACTTAAAATCTTCGAGGTATTTATTTTTCCAAAATATATTATCATCAGACAATGAATACAGATATTTATTAGAACAGCAAACATTAATTATGTCATTGTATTGGATCAACGCTAAAATATCATATATAAGTTCTTTAGGTAATATCAATAATGACATATACGTTTATATATTATAACTCCTTATTATACTTTCAATATGGTATATCATTTAATATATTAATCATAATACATATAAATAAAAATAATATAATATACTATAATAAAAATGATTTATTAATTTATAATCTCTTACAATTACTTTCTGCGTTTCTATAATCTCTTACAATTACTTTATAATAGATCACAAGATTTACAAATTATGATATTTATAGTTTTACAATTCATTATAATAGAGATAAAATAATATTGACATTATGGTTATAAATTATAATAATTTATAATCTATGTATATATAGACCAATTCTCTTCATATTTTATAATTATTAAATACTAATTATAAATATTATTACGTATATTAAAAATGATCTTTTATACTTACGTTATTCCTTTAAATAACTATAAACATTTATAATTACCAAGATTATAAAGTTATCAAAGATCATAAGTGATTACAAGTTATAAAAAATTATAACTATATAATCTCTTATAACTTTATAATCTCTTGTAACTTTATTATGTCATATAATTGTAAACAGTAGTATAAAATGGTATAGTTAATATGAACATAATTTTATATAAAATTAATATAATGGGATGGTATACATGAAATGAATTAAGTTTTATATTTTGTTGAACAATTATTATTACGCAGAATTTCATGTATACCATCCCATTAGATTAATTTTATATAAAATTATATTCATATTATCTATACTATTTTATACTACTGTTTACAATTATATAACATAATAAAGTTATAAGAGATTATATAAGATTATAATTATAAGAGATTATAAAGTTATATAGGATTATAATTATAAGAAATTATAAAGTTATATAAGATTGTAATTATAAGATTATAATTATAAGATTATAATTATAAGATTATAATTATAAGAGATTATAAAATAAGTGACACATTATGATGTAAAGATAATAAGTCGAGTTATATAAGATTATAATCTTATATAACTTTATAATCTCTTATAATTATAATCTTATATAACTTTATAATCCTATATAACTTTATAATCTCTTATAATTATAATCTTATATAATCTCTTATAACTTTATAATCTCTTATAATTATAATCCTATAATTATAATCTCTTATAATTTCTCATAATCTTGTATAACTTTATAATCCAGAATAACTATTATATGAAATTTTCATGGATAGGAGAATCCCATATAATGAAATATATCTTAATTTATATATGTAACTTTAATATTATATTTTGTTTATACAAATATTCATATCAATTATTGTGCAATCAAAAATATAAAATTACATAATTTTATTAATATCTATTATTAACAAATTATAAGTATTAAAGTTAATATTCCATCGCAGAACTACCAAATCCTTTTGATGCTTGTATAATATTTTTCGATTCTAATATTTCGTAATTAAAATGATCTATAATTTTCTGCATACTATTTTTAACATTAATAATATCTGAATTACCTTCATATACCGTAAAACTTTCAGGTAAATTTGTTAATAAATATACAATGTCGTCTTTATAATCATTTAAATTTCCATATTCTTTTATCTCTGTAGATAGATGATCTTCAATTATATTTAACATACCATTTAATACACCATCCATATATCTATTTTTTCCATGTGTAAGATTTTGTCTCTTCAATGCGCCCATATTACCTTGTGGAGATACTTCGCTGTAAAACATCATCTCATTTTCCGCATCTATATAAAACATAAGAAAATTTATTGTGTTATCCTTTGCTACTCGATATCCTACCACAAAAATTACTATTTCATAACTAGTTCTATATATATTATCAGGACGGGACGACCAAAATACACCTTCGAACGATTTTGATGTAATATATGTTCTATTATATGTCGAGTTAAATAAATCCCAATATGCATCATAATGTTTTGTATTCTTATTACTGCTTGCAATATCAATATTAATAAAAAGAAAAGGATATTTACTCTTTATCTCTTTATCAAATTTGCTTTGTAATTCTCGTATAGCACTTTCTAAATTTCCCATTTTTATTATTAATATATTTTGAATTATAACATTATTATTATCTTATACAATTTTAATTATTATTGTAAAATTGTATAAAATAATACTCTTACATAAATAGCATGCTTTTATATAATATTATTATAATGACATTTATTATTAAAATAATATTTTAATCTCTTTGCAATATTAATAATTTATTAATAATGGAATTATAAACATGATCTCCAAAATAAAAATTTATAGTATAATTTGATATAATTATATCGATAACAAACACCTTTGCTTCGGACGTTATGTGTACTATCACATTTAAATATTTATTAAGGCTTCCTTTAGAGTATGATTTTGATGCCATAAAATATAACATTATGAATAACGAATATCTTAATGAAGATAATATGAAAAAATTAATTCAAATCTTAGAAAATATAACAATTAAAAGTATGTGAAACATATGCTAATAACTCAATTTTTAATTTCATTATTTCAAAATATTCATCGCTAATATCAATTCTATGTTTAATATTATATATATTATGTATATCTCTATTATTAGTTGTTATCATAATACTATCTATTTCGCGTATTAGACTACATGGATTATGTAGGGCATGGAATGAGAATGGAGAAGAGAAATTAATTTATCATATATAATTATAGTTGTATAAATAAAATGGGAGTTGATGGAAGATTACAATTAGCAGATGGAATATTTATTAATTTATATTATATACCAGATGATGCATTTAAATTTATAGATACTTTAATGAATAAATATTCCAATATGTTTGAGTATAATAGAATGGATGATCCTGGAAAAAATATGATCGTTATATTATTTTTGAGAAATGACGTATCACCACAATACATATATCCTATAGAGAATTATTATTCCCGAAGACCTCTTATAATTAATAATAAAGAACAACTTAAATTATTAAAACCAAAAGATATACTTCCCAATACAGAACAAGAAGATAATAAACTATGGAATCCCTCTTATGAAGATTTTCAAATGATATTAAATAAATATGAATTAGATGGGGATTTTAATAAAATACAGGAAATCATAGATAATATTACAAATAGAAGGTATGAAGATGAAAATGGGGAGACTGTTAGTCTACAAGAGCAGGAAAAAGGAACCATATCAAATCTATTATATAATTTGATTGATATAGAATATGCCATTGCAGGTAAAATATTATCTTACATAGCAGATTAGTGCAATCTTATATGATATAACTTTATATCATATAGCATTTCGATATTAATATTATGATAGTAAAATTACATAATTTTATATTCATGTACTCCTACCCACACGACTTTACATAATATCTTTGACCATATAAATTTATATAATAATTATATGAAGTATCATGGGTAGGAGCACACGAATACAAAATTATATTATTTTAATAACCTAACGTTAGTACCTAAATTTATTACTTCTTAATTTTAATTATCATGAACTAACAAATAAAAAAATAAAAATAAATCTCTTAAAAGAAAAATCTTGTATAAATAGAAGGAGGATGACACTTGTGTTATTCTCTAAGCGTTATATGTATTCTAATATACATAATAGTTTATAGAAAAATAAGAATTATAATTAATCATAATATGATATAGAAATCATGATAAAATTTATGTTGTATACTCAAACATATCAATAATTGTACGAATAAAATATTAAAATTTATCGTACATTGTGGGAGAATGTGTACCAAAGATGAAGTTAATCTAGTGCAAATATGGAAGATGGGATGTTGAAGTGCCAGAAGATGGTATTAGAGTGAATGTAATAAAATATGAATATATGGTGCAATCATAATGGGTATAAGATATAATATATTTAAGGTCGACAAGTTGATGGTGGCGGATAGCGATTATTTTAGATAAAGACATAATGTTAAGGAAAAAATAAATGTTGATAAGAAGTTGGGATGGAATTGAGGACAACATAATATTGAGGTCAATGTCGAGGTCAATATTATGTCGATGCCGAGATAATGTAGATGTCAAGACGAGATCAAGGTTGGGACAAAGTTAAGAAGACATTATGTTGGCATCGAGATAATGTAAATGGTGAGATGAGATCAATGTCAAAATAAAATTAGGGACAACATAATGTCGAGGTCATTATAAAAGTTAGGGCGACGTGGTGTCGAGGTCGAGATCAAAATAAACGTTAGGGACAATATAATATCAATGTCAAGATAATGTCGAGGTCAAGATAAAGTTAAGGACGACATTATGTCGAGGTAGAGATAAAGTCGGGACGACATAATATCGAGGTCAAGATAAAGTTGGAGCAATATAATGTTGAAGTCGAGATAAAGTCAAAGACGACATAATATCGAGGTCAAGATAAAGTTAGAGCAACATAATGTCGAGGTCGAGATAAAGTCGGGGACGACACAATGTCGAAGCCGAGATAAAGTTAGGGACGACATTATGTCGATGTCAAGATAAAAGTTGAGGACAATATAATGTCGAAGCCGAGATAAAAGTTGAGGACAATATAATGTTGAAGTCGAGATAAAGTCGGGACGACATAATATCGAGGTCAAGATAAAGTTAAAGACAACACAATGTCGAGATCAAAATAAAAGTTAGGGACGACATTATGTCGAGGTCAATATAAAGTTAGAACAACACAATGTCGAGGTCAAGATAAAGTTAAAGACAACACAATGTCGAGGTCGACATGATGTCAAGGTCAATATTATGTTGGTGTTACCCAAATTCTTTCTTATTAATAAAAAGGCGATATAGGTGTTAGTATGATATTTGATATAACATAATTATTATGTTATATTATTTTTTTTGTCTTTCCATTTCCTTCTTCTTATATTATATAATACTATTTATTATGTATAATATATAATATATAACTATATAACCTTGATTATAAAAATGAATTGTGACATCATATATTAAATAACTGTTTATATGATATAATATATAATACTTTCTATATTATAATTATTATTTATTATATTATAATAATATCTATACTAACAATAGTATACAAACTAATGTGTTATGTTGCTCGTTTATATTCTCTTTTAATATTCTCATAGTAATTCAAATCAATATATATAACAAAAGCATTTATACAGTGTATTGTACAAGTTCACAAGAGGAAGATATTTATTTTCTTATAAAATGGATGTGGATATAAATTATGATTGCTTATCTTTCTTACATTATTTTATTATTAAGTCTATGAAAAATAACTTAGTTTAAGACACACATATCATTAATATTTTTGTCTTAATACTTTCATTAATAAAGTGTGTAATTTATACTTAATGTCTCCCTTATCGTAATATATTTTTTATAATGTCAACGTTTTCGTACTAACACTGCGCAAATAAAATAGTATTATTTTTTACTCATATACTCATATCCACAAGATTTTTCATATAATAGTTATGTAAATTATATAATTTATGAATACTAACTTCTATATATAAAAATACTTCCTTTTATTAAGTTATTCCCTCTTGCAGAGTCGAAGACGAGATAAGGAAATATAATTATCATAACTTCCCAGATAATTATATAATATATAGTTTATAAAATTTTTTATTATATGCAATTAGTAAGTTACCTCAAAGAATAAAAATTATATTTTCTTATCTCGTCTTCGACTCTGCAAGAGAGGATAACTTAATAAAAGGAAGTATTTTTATATATAGAAGTTAGTATTCATAAATTATATAATTTACATAACTATTATATGAAAACTTTCATGGGTGAGAGTACATAAGAATAAATTAATACTCTTTTATATCCATAATATCAATATGAAAAATTACATATAATATAAATTTATATTATATTGTTTCTTATATCTCCCTAACAGAAACAGAAGATATAGGATATGGAAGTTCTGTAATTGAATACATATTATCTCCCTCTTTAATGGCACCCGCAATGGTAATTCTTGGTTCAAAGGAATCATCACTCTCTATTATATAAGTAGATTCATCTTTATTTATAATAATCTCGGACTTTCCATTTCTGTTATCATCCTCAATGTCGTATATATCATACCCTTCATATCTCCAACTACTTCCCCTTAATAAACTACTTAATTCTTCCTTAACAAATTCTCCTTTCTTATTGTATGTCTTTATATAATCATTACTATCAGTTCCATGCCATCTGGATATCTTTTCTACCAATATATTATCAAAATTAAACCATATATACAACAATAGAGATATATAACTAACATTATATCTATCAGCCAACTCCATTAACATATTCCTATCTAATTTATTCTCTCTTATGATTTCCTGTAGATCTTCTACATCTGTGCCAACATCCTCATCTATATCATTGTAACTAGTTTCTAATAATCTTCTATTGTAGTATTCATCCCATTCTATTAAAGTATCTCCTAACTCATAATGACCAATCCCGACATAAGAGTATCCAGAATAGTATTTTAATTGATGAACTTCAATATAATCATCATATACCACTACTAAATGTCCATATATTCCATTTATTATAAACTTCTTTGATCCGGGAAACTTGGAGAATAAGGTATTTCCATTTATTGGCATACATGTCATTCTAACTTTCTTAAAATAATCTATCTCATCGTCATCACAATCCATATATAAATTTTTTTCTCCTATTTTATATCTAGGTATATCATCATTATACTTATTATCTCTAACTAAATTAATATTTCCATCCTTTATACTTTCATAATCAACTTCATCGGATATTAATACATTATTCTCTTCACTAAAGAATGGATATTCTATTAATCCATCATTATATATTACTTTAGGTTCTATAAATATCATTACGTTATCTTTGATACCTATAGGTATTGGACATGGCATTTGAAAATCTTTCATATATCCAAGTCCAATTATAGACTCTTCTACATCTCCATTTTGTATTAATAATTCTACATTTCCATTTTGACATATTAATATAGCACCTTCACCTTCCTGTATTCTCACCAATGTATAAGTTTGGTCTGGTGTAGCTTCTTTGTTATAATTTCTTCCTGGAACCATATTTCTGTCATTAATTTGCATAGTTTTATATATTTCTCCATTTGGCTTATACCATTTAGCTCTGTCGTAAGAATATAATAATGGAAGAGATATATCTCCTCGGAATGCGATTGTATACATTTTATTAGTATTGATTATTTTATTTTATGATTATGTTATGTGAGATAAATGAATTTATAATAATTATATTATAAATTATAGGTTACAATATGCAGACATTACCCGATGATATATTATTTTATGATATATGTTATAGTAATTATGAAGTAGCGGTCTTATTTAGTATGTTATGTAAGAGATATAACAAATTATCGAAAGGTTATGGAAAAGAAGAAAGAAATCATAAACAATATTTCTTAAAATACATGGACGAAATCGATAAACAAGGAAATATTAGTAAGTATTATATAAATAATTTTAATGGTATGAAAGAAGGAAAATATGAATTATGGGGAAATAATGGAAAGAAACTTGAAGAATGTCACTATATAGAAGGTAAAAAGAATGGTAAATATTTAAGATGGTGGATTAATGGAAATAAATGGATAGAGTCCTATGGTAAAAATGATAAATTACATGGTAAATATGAAGAATGGGGTTCTGATGGTAATAAATATGAAGAGTGCCATTATCATAATGGCAAAAAAGAAGGTAAATCTGAATTATGGTATAGTGATGGAGGGAGACATAGAATACGCCATTATAAAAATAATGTCCTGCATGGCTTATATCAACAATGGAATGGAATTATGATTGAAGAATATCATCATATAAAAGGTAAAAAGAATGGTGAATATAGAAAATTTTATTCTAATGGAAATATGTGGATTAAGTGTCGTTATGTTGAAGATAAGGTAGAAGGAAAATACGAGGAATGGTATTCTAATGGGATTAAATGGAAAGAATCTCATTATAAGGATGATAAGTTAGACGGAAAATATGAGAGATGGCATAATAATGGAATTAAAGAGATTGAATGTTATTCCTTTTGCAGAGCCAAAGGCGAGAGTAAATGATAGAAGGTATGGTAAGTATGAAGAATGGGATATAGAGGGAATTAAATTAAAGGAATGCTACTATAAAAATGACATAATAGTTACATAACAAAGATTATATTTTATATTATTTTATATAAAATAATATGAAGACATATACTCCCAACATAATAAAATGGAACTTTATTATTAACGTAAGAAGCATTTACATTACTATAATATGTTGATTGATGTACAGTTTCTACTATCACAGATCTTGATTTAAATTCAACATTATAGTATGATGAAACAGTATTAATTGGTGTAATTGCATAAGGTGGACGTTTAACAACATATGTTTGCGGTATTTTATATATATATTTTATTTAAGAATAAACTATTGTATCATATAATTTTATTTATATGATAATTATATTATGATATAAAATGTTGTAGTGAAAATAATTACTAAAATTTTTTATCTTTTATCCCTTATTTATATATTTTAAACATGATATCCCGTAATTCAAAATATATGAGAACCCATGGATTGTATTTCTACCATTAGTATCATATATGACATGAATATATCTTAAATAAATTTTATAAAAATATTTTAGAAGGGATAGTTATATAGATTATTTTAGAAGAGGTGAAGTGACGTTGTTATTAATAAAAATAAAGAAAATATGATATTAATGTTAATACCATATTTATATCATATTTTGATTCCATAGGGTACTCTATAGATGAACTAGTCGAAGGAATTCATAAAATTATTGTAAAAGAATATAAAGTAAATTAGATACATGATTATGTAATATTATTAGAAGATAATAGTTATGAAAACATTTTTACAAGATAATAGTTATAAAATAATTTTAAGAAGAGATAGTTATAAAAATATTTTTAAGAAGATAATAGTTATAAAATATTTTAAGAAGATAATAGTTATAAAATTATTTTTAGAAGATAATAGTTATAAAATTATTTTATAGAATTGTTTATAAGAGATGATATGGATATAAATATTAAATAATTTTGATTGCTGTAGGTATCTTCTCATAAAAATTATTTTATAACTTCTTTTCTAAAAATATTTTATAACTGTCTCTTCTTAAAATTATTTTATAACTATTATCTTATAAAAATGTTTTTATAACTATTATCTTGTAAAAATGTTTTTATAACTATTATCTTCTTAAAATTATTTTACAACTGTTATCTTCTAAAAATATTTTTATAACTATTATCTTCTTAAAAATATTTTTATAACTATCTCTTCTTAAAATTATTTTATAACTATTATCTTCTTAAAATATTTTTACAACTATTATCTTCTAAAAAATATTTTTATAACTATCTCTCCTTAAAATTATTTTATAACTATCTCCCCTTAAAATTATTTTATAACTTTATCTTTTAAATATTTTTATAACTATCATCTTGTAAAAATTATTTATGACTATTATATTCTAAAATATTTTTATAACTATTATATTCTAAAATATTATTTATGACTATTATATTCTAAAATATTTTTATAACTATCTATTACAAACATTCCTTTCTGAACTTACTTACAATTCTTTGATGCATAGGTATACATGAATCAAAGTTATTAACTATCTACATCCATATAAATAATATTTTAGAAGATAATAGTTATAAAAATATTTTAGAAAATAATAGTTATAAAATTATTTTTATAAGAGATAGTTATAAAAATAATTTTAAGAAGATAATAGTTATAAAAATTATTTTAAGAAGATAATAGTTATAAAAATTATTTTAGATGATAATAGTTATAAAATTATTTTATAGAAGATGATAAGCCATAAAATTATTTTAAGAAGATAATAGTTATAAAAATATTTTTAAGAAGATAATAGTTATAAAATTATTTTAAGAAGATAATAGTTATAAAAATTATTTTAGATGATAATAGTTATGAAAACATTTTTACAAGATAATATTTATAAAATTATTTTAAGAAGATAATAGTTATAAAATTATTTTAGAAGATAATAGTTATAAAAATAATTTTAAGAAGATAATAGTTATAAAAATATTTTTAGAAGATAACAGTCATAAAATATTTTAAGATGATAATACTTATAAAATAATATGAACTTATAATTCTAAGATAAAAATGGTATAGATATTAAGATATTAATATATTAATAGTACATAATTTTATTCCATGTATACCCACCCACACATGAAAAATTTTAAATAATTATTGTATGTAATATAATAAATTTATGTACTATGATAACCATATAAAATCTCGTCTATGTAACAATTATTTTAACTAGTGTTGTTAAAATTTCATGTATACATATTCATGAAATCAAAATTATATATAATTAATATCGTACTATCTATACCATTTTATGTTATAATTATACATTATAAGACAAAGTAGTGGCATGAAATAATGTTACAGAAGAGATAATTATAAAATTATTTTGTTGAGGTTATATATTTTAAATAAATTGAATTTTAATTTATTTATAGAAATATATGATGATGACAAGATGTCGTATATAAAATTATTACCATTAGATATTGTTAAGAATGAAATAATTCCCAAATTATCCCAACGAAGTATATTAAACTTAATAATTGCATATCCTTCCTATAAGAAAGATATAAAATTATCAGATTATAAATATGAAAATATAGTAAGTACAGAACTTATTAGGTTAGATGCGGTTCTTCAAATTAATGAAATTATTATATATTCTGGAATATATCAAGATGGGATAATTGATGATATTTTAATCAGATGTTGTGAATATAATAACATTCTTATGTTTAAAGATTACATAGGGATACATAAAGAACATAGATGGATGGAATGGATTCCTTATATCATAGCAAATGATAGCATAGAATTGTTAGATGAATTTATAAAATATATGATGTTAAGACCATCCAGGGAAGATGATAGTAAGAAGATTGCAATCTCGCTATCTAGGATAAATTGGTGTGAACATGAAGAAATATTATGTAGATTTTATGATAATATTCAATATTGTGACAATTTATTTGATATTATATGTAGATATGGAAATATGAAAATACTCTCATATGTTTACACTATGTGGAAAGATTATATAAAGAAAGATATAAAATATCAAGGAACACCGATGAAATCTATGTGTATAATGTTTTGCAACAATGGAAAAAGAACAAGAGATTACACAGAATATATATCGTTTATTAAATTTTTAATGCATAATGCAGATAAAGTAGAACTTGACGGAATAGATTTCGAGGAGGCTATGTGTTTAATACTATACTATACTATCAATGATAATATCATATCAGAATTTAGGGGGATAGTTAAGGAATTACAAAATGTAGGAAGAGAAATCCATTGGCAACGTTTATTAACTTGGACATCAGGAGAAACATACGACAATATAATCGTCAACTTCAAATTCTTATATGAAGAAGGATTACGAAATGGATATGTTTTTAAATCTGAAAGAAGAGGAGATATATTGGATGAGCCGTATCAATATGATATAAGAAGTAATCTTTTAAGTTTTGTGGAAAGTATAAGCACCCCTGGTGATGGGCAAATAGAAAATATGGAATCAATATTAGACGAGCTAAATCTATAAATTGATTATAATATTTATCATAATATCTTATTATGATAATATGGATTCCTATATAAAGTTATTACCCTTAGATATTATTAAGAATGAAATTCTACCTAACTTATCTCAAAGAGATATATTAAATGTACTAAAAGCATTTCCATGTGTAAATATTAACCCTTCATATTATAATAAAGATAATTTGAGTTTAAAGATGACAGTGGAAATGGATGCTACTTATCAATTAAATGAATTTTTGAACGTTATTACAGAAAGAAGTATGGGAGAAGGAGAAGTTAGTGGATATATTTATTATATATTAAAAATATCATGTAAAGTTAATAATATATTAATGTTCAAGGATTATATACGTCAATATATGAGTCAGTATAATTCAAATGAGTGGGATGATTGGCTTCCTATTATTATAAGAAATAATAATAAAGACATTTTATTAGAACTACTAAAGTATATAACATTAAGATCTCACACGTCGAAAATATACGAATCACTTGATGGGTTAAAATGGAATAATTATGAGGGTATGATATATAATATATATGAAAATATTTCATATAGTGAGGATTTATTCTTATTATTAATGCATAAGGGAAGTATGAATATGATAATAAATATATATAATCTTTGGAAAGATGAGATAAGTAATGATACATTATCAGATGCCTTTAATAGGTTTTGTAAGAAAGGATTTCTGTATAGAAGAAGCTACAAAGATTATTCAGAAATGATATATTTTATTATAGATAACATGAAAGAAGATTGCAAGTTCATAAAATTTGAGGATGCTTTGCTCGAGATGATACGTACATATCCAATGGAATGTTATAAGCAATATATTTTTAGTTCAGATATTAGAGAATGTTTTATAGACGCCGTAAGAAAAATAAATAGTGTGGGCCACAGAATAAATTGGCAAAATATATTATGTTATATTTCTGCAAATACTTATGAAGAAATGATGGAAAAATTTCTTTTTGTATATAATGAATCCTCAAAAGAAAGTTATATTTTCAATAATAAAAATTCTGAGGAAAATATTAGAGATTATATTATGGAGAGAATATATTATTTATATGAGGACGAAGATATAGATATCAGATGTGAGAAATTAAAAGAGACAGAATCTTTATTGAATAATCTAAATCTATAATCCATGATATTATGATGAAGTTAATAAATAATTATTAAAATTGATTTATAATTAAATATTATAATTATAAATGTGATTCATTTTCATATTACTTTTGAAGATGATTAAGGTAGTTAATACTAAAGAAGAAGAGATTATTAATATCTCTAAGGAGGAATATAATATATTGTTATGTAGATTTCCAGATTTTAATTATTTTCTTAATGATGATGGAACAACCTTACAGTTATCCACTTTATCATTAACAAATAATATTCATGATAATATACTTATCTTAAAAACATTTATGAATGAGAAAATTAAATTAGATATTGAACATTTTGTGTTAAAGAAGGAAATATTGCATTTTATGAAATTTTATATTCCTAGGTTGACAGAGGATGATAAACTAAATATTTTATTTTTAAAGAATCCTCAATACATCACGGAATATGATAAAGAAAAAGATGAAATTAGTAAATGTTTTGATGATAATATTTTAACCTGTAAAGATAAATTATTGAGGTGTTATAATATGGTATTATTTGATATTGTTAAAAAGAATAGTGTTCGGAGTGCAAGTAATGATAAAATTTTAAGAATATGTGCAGAAGAAAATGCATTTTTGTGTAGTAATGATAACGTATGTTATTATATTGCAGGTAAAGATAGAAAGATTATAGGACAAAGACAGTTAAGTAAGAGATATAAATCATACGTTTTGAGAGATATTGGATATGGTAATATAATCTTTGCTGGATATGATGAGTGTAAAAGATGTAATAAGACAAACTTATGTGAATGTCCAGATACTTCTATGGAGAAGACTATTATAAATATAAATATGACATGGATGAGAAAATATTCTTCGGAATATCCAATTTATAAGAAGACTATAGGAAATAATGATTATATAGTAAAATTTGATACACATTTGGATAGAATGACTGTAAATATTGGAGATGCAAATATTAGTATTTCCGGAATTAGGTATAATTATCATATTGGAGATACACTAAACTTTGTTGATATGTATTATGGTTCAGAGGTTTTTCATACGGTTAATATAAGCAAAGTATTAGAGGAAATGTTTGAATATAAAAATTATAACATTATCCTAGAAAATATAAAATATATGTAATCGATTTTATATATTTATTTTATAACAAATAAAGAAGATAAAATATTATATGGACACTAAATTACATAAACTTCATCTTGACATATAATGAAAAACTTTAATTAATATCATTCATATTTGTATTATAGTTAATACAAATATAAAATAATCTTTCCATCTGACAGACAAATTTAATTATCATCGTTCACATAATTCATACTATATTAACAATGAATTTGGATAGAATTAGTAATTAAATTGATTTATATTTATATAAATAAAATAAAATAAGAAATGGAAGTGAGCAGCAAAAGAAAGATTGGAAATTTTCAAATCTTTAACACTTTAGATTCTGAAGTATGGGAACAAGAATATAATAGAATAATGGATGATAAATATAAAAAGAATACAAGAAATTACAGCAAAATTATTCATGGATCTGAATATAAAGATGCAAAACAACCTCCAATTTTTGTAGTTCCAAGAGTTAGAGGAGGACCAAGTTATAAAAGTGTAAAGTTAGTAGATGATAATAATAAAGTTCTAAATTCGGATGACATCTTCTACGCTCCAATTAGTAAGGGATATAGTATGCAAGATGTTTCCAGCTTCACCTTAGGTCCAATTATTGGGGAAGGTTTATGTCTGGTTAATGCTGCCTTTAGTAAAAGTGTATGTGTTAAACATATTGAAGGTGGAGGAATAGTAGATTATAAGCGTAAGAACTTTTGGAAAGGAAGTAAGAAACCTATTAGAAAAATTGAACTTATAGATAATGATAATATGAAAGTTGATGGGAAGTTGGTTAATATATATAGTTGGTTAAAGGATAATGAAAATTTGTGGTTAGATGAATGGGAGAAATGGAGAAAATCTGTGGCATTGTGTAGTTTAGGAGATTTTCATTGGGTTGATGACTCCCCAACTATTGCATATAAATATAAGGACAAATATTTGAATTTTGTAGAATGGAAGAAGGAATGTTATATTAAACCATCATATGAATTATTGCCGAAGATTGGTGTATATCAATTTTTAGCTCTTTGTTTAGGAGAAGGACGTAGACCATTGGGGTTAGTGCATCCTAAGGGTATGGAAGGAGAAGAGAGACCCATAACTAAAGAGTATGTTAAAATGCTATTTAATCATCCTGATATTATGGCATGTCAACCATATGTTGTCGCTGGTAGATTATTGGATGTTGAGGTCTAATATGTTTATTACTTATATAATATTGTATATTATATAATTATAAATTGTTGTTATATATCATATTTGCGAATTCCCGTATATTATACATTATTATATAATTATATTATATTATACATTATAGTTATCTTATAATTATAAATTGTTGTTACATACCATAATTATATTATGTAAAAATGGTATAAGTACTAAATAGAAGATAAATATGGTATTAATATAATAGCTATATTTATGTTCATTTTTTGTTCCATGTATGAGTATACATGAAAATTTTCTATGATTTATGTAACAAATTATAGAAAATTAAAGCATTGACACCTATATTAAAATAATCCTATTATTTATTTTTATTTCTTTAAGGAAATATATTTTTTGGATGTTCCCAACTTTGCAATTGTTAATAGTTTATAAAAAATTTTTTATAAACTATATATTATATAAATTATATAAATCCAAAAATTATATTTCCTTAAAGAAATAAAAATAAATAATAGGATTATTTTAATATAGTTATCAATACTTTAATTTTCTATAATTTGTTACATAAATCATAGAAAATTTTCCATGTATGAGTATACATGGAACAAGAAATGGATATAAATATACCCATCAAGTTAATATGATATTTATCTTCTATTTATTAGTTATATAATATTTTGATTAGAGGAGAACTTATAGTTTATATTATTTATAATAAATAACCTTCATATTATAATCATATAAGGATATAATATATTGTTAACTATAATATTTATATTATATAATACGTAAATATTATATGATAATTTATAATAGAAAATAGATTATAAGATGGAACCATTTGACTTTATAAAAGGTATAATGGGAGAACAAAAGAACATGATGAAATAAGATAAGAGGCTAATATAAAACTCGATAATAAACTATGAAATACTTTTGTATCTAATGATGTCTAAGGTTGTCCGGACAACCAAGGAACATTCTATTCGGAATGTCAAGTCTATGGTATAAATATTATGTAATAGAGTTATTGAGTATATTATATTCCCATTAAAGATCATCTAAAGTTGATGCGCACAACTATTTGATTTATAATGTTATTTTATTTATCCTTTCTATGTTCTTTTTTATATATAAATAGAGATCATCCTAAGGTTGATATGCTATGTAAGGGTTCTATTTATACGGTAATATGTTCATATAATATGATATGTCATATATAAATAGAGATCACCCTAAGGTTGGTATGCTACGTAAGGGTTCTATTTGTATCCTCTTCTTTTTTTCTAATCTCCATTTTTTAATCTCCTTCTTTTCTATGTTCACAATGCACTATAATTCAAAAACTATAAAATTTAAGAAAAGAAGGGGGAGTGTGCCCATATAGTTATATATAAATATACAAAATTTTTGTACAATTATTATGACCTTCATAATAATTATAATTTATATATTAAAAGAAAGATATAATGAGTATTATCCTATGTTATACAAAATACATAAATTTTTATTTATGTATACCACCTTACCCATGTTTTATATAATTTTAATACTATTAAAATATATATCTAAAGTTATCTTATATCTTATAATTATTCAGAATTTGGGAAAATGTATAATATATAATTATTTAATGATATCATACATAATTATAAATCCTTAAAGAACATTTTAATGTGAGAAGATAACTTTAGATGTAAATTATATATATATATATATATATATATAATTAATATAATTATACGAAAACTCGCGTGGTACACATGAATAATAATTTATATATAATTTGCATATTACAATTAATTCCATATTTTAATTATTTTTATATCATATGAAATTTAGATAACTATATTTTATTTATATATCATCAATAATAAAATACTATATAACAAAAAATAATGTTATCTTATAATTTTACCATATCATTATTAATTTTATAAAATTAATAAATATAATATTTACGCTCTCTTGTGCAACCATTCATTCAAATCTTGTAGTTTAACCTTCTCCTGGGTTTCACTATCTCTATCTCGAACAGTGACAGTTCCATCCTCTAATGTTTTATAATCTATAGTAATACAATATGGAATACCCTTAAATCCACATTTTAAATATCTTTTACCTATTGATGCACCATCCTCATATATCGCATTCCACTTACCCTTTAATAGTTTATATACTTCCTTCGATTTATTAACAATATCCTCTTTATTTTTAACGAGAGGTAACACCGCTATCTTAATTGGTGATAAATTATATGGTAATCCAAGAATAGATTTACCTTGATCTATGGATTTCTTATCAATATAATTATCTAATAATGCAAAAACTGTTCTATCGACACCTATAGCCAATTCTAAAACATAAGGCACCTTTTCCAATCTTTTAATATTGGCAGTGGAATGTTGTGTAAGATCATAAGTTCCTCTATGATGTATACCTGCTACCTCAACCCATCCAACATTTCCAATATTTACTTCAATATCCCAAGCATCCAATGCATAAAAAGCCCTTTCATTTTCTGCATGTCTTCTCAATCTTACATTTTCCTTTGGTAATATATCTACAAATAATTTATATGCAGTATATACCATATATCCATATTTCTTCATACCATCACCAAACATTTCTCCAAAGGGTTTCATCTGAAGTTCTCCATTGGTCGCTAATACGGGAGCTTCTTGATGTTTAATCTCCTCAAATTCAGGACAAACAACATCATCCTGCTCCGTAAAGATTTGAGCTTCCGCCTGAGTGAACTCCCTACATCTTAATAAATTTTGTCTTGGATTAGGCTCATTTCTGAATGCATAACCAATTTGATATAAGCCAAAGGGTAAAGCCTTACCAAAAAATGTATATGCATTATCAAAGCATGTATATGTAGTCGTGGCCGTTTCTGGACGTAAACCACAAAGAACAGATCCGGAATGTGTTGTCATCATTAAATTTTTATACTCTATATCTTCCCCATATACATAAGGATCATCTTTATTTATCGCATCTAACTTATCTCTATATGTCTTAATTTCCTGTAAACTTAAATCTCCATATTGAAGATTGAATTGTCCTTCTATTAACTTGTCTAATCTATACACAGATCCACTTTTTGTTTGAATAATAGGATCTTGAAATTTATTCCAATGACCAGAATTTTCCCATGTTATCTTAGGATAAATTAATGGACATTTAACTTCCATAGCATCCAACATTCTAAACTTTCCCCTTATGTATCCTTCAACTTCATTTTTTAAGGAAGCTCCTAATGGACCATATGTATAATGACCATTAATTGGATTATATATTTCAGGTTCTGGACCCCAGACCCAACCGTGTTCCCTTAAAAATCCATAAAATTTTATTAAATCCTTATTCTCCATAATCACTATTTTATTTTCTATTTCTATTTCTTTAATATATTTTTATCTATGTTATTAAGTACTTATGATATTACATGTCCTTCTTCATTCCATGTTTGAACTGTCCCCATCCCTCTACCGTTCACATAATATTTAACTTCCCATACCATACCATTCTTATGATAGGTAATTCTTTCTCCTTCTAATTCTCCATTTATATATGTGCATTTGCTATATATTTTTCCATCAAAATATTTTTCAATGTATTCTCCATGTAACATATTATTTTTATACAGTCCTGTTATGGTTATCCATTCTTTAGTATTGTGATATTGGGATCTATATATTCCATCTTTTAATCCATTTTTATACTCTTGCTCTATAAATATTATTGTGCCATTTTCTGACCACATTTTTGCAATACCATGTTTCTTACCATCAACATAGGGTATTTGGCTTTGTTGTCCTTTGGTATTCCATTTATAAACAAGTCCCTCCTTCTTTCCATCTATATAATTAGCTATACATTTTAATCTACCATCTATATGATATTTTTGACATAATCCATGACGCATATCGCTTTGATCATAGGAGGTATTATAAATATAATTGGATATTTGTCTTAGTTGTCCGCAAGTATTAGGAGGATATGTTTTATCTAATTCGCTAATAGTTTCATCAATTATACTTTTCTCATTAGTATTATACCAATATTTTATGGTTCCAACTATCTTATTACCCCTAAATATACATTCTCGTTCTATCATCCCATTTTGATACCATATTCTAAATAATCCATCTAATACCCCTCGTTTCATGTTATACATTCTTTCTAAAGTCTTACCATTTTTATCTCCTTGACATGGATACCATTGATATGATGTTCCATATAATTCACGGGTCTCTTTCAACACACTAAATTCCTTATTTTCATCAACTACTATCTCTAAAAAAACTGTTCTAGGATTACGTATTTTACTTATGTTATAGCAATAATTATTCACCCTAGAAAATTTATTATACGTTACAATATTATCATAACATATTAAAATTATCATATCCCTTGGTAATTCCAGTAAATTCATTTATTTATTATAAACCATTCATTTGTGCATTTATATATCTTATTTATATATTGATATAATATATAACTAATATGATTATATAAGGTCATTTTCATCTTCACTACCATTGATGTCTATACCATCATCATCAGCAACCTCTTTGGCATGATCTATATCATGATCAGGTAACAAATCTAATATCTTTCTATATCCTGATTTCTCGTCTTTATGAGATAATCCTACCACAATTTCATCCGTATAACTGATATCTCCAGCTTCTATTATGTCTATATATCTAGCAGTGTATGGAACCTCATATCTCCACCCTGCCTCATTTAGCTTCCTTAATGTATCATACATCTTCTTAGTATACAATCCTGGCATATTAAGAACAATAACAACACTAAATTTACCTCCATTTATGCTAGTGTTTTCTACATTTAAATAATGATCATATAGTTCTCTCCATGTTGCATAATCTTTTTTATCTTCATCTATATTATACCAATCGGAATAATCCCTATTCGTTAATAAATACCATAAATAATCATCGTTAATTATATTACCAAAAGTTTGTGTATCATTGTTGGTTATTCTAAGTATTTCTTTACAGTCTAGTTGCAAAAGAATATTTCTTAGGACATCAACATTTATATTTTCCATTTTATATCATAAAAATATAATCTACTCCAATAAAATGATTTAAAATAAAATATTTTAATATTTATCCCAAATGTCAATTCATCTATATAAGAAGGAGATAGCATACCAGTTATCAAAATTATTTTCTCTACATGAAGATGTTATCTTACCCTTATTATTTAATTCTAAGGAGTTAGGATATCATATATCATTATCCCTGGCAAAGTTAAAGTCTCATGGTATAAATTGCATAGACAATTATAATATTAATTTGTTACAAAGTAATAATATAGTTAAAGAATGGCATTTATCTGAGTATAAAAGTAAGAATGAGGAAATTATGTATAATATAGAGGTAAAGGTTAATCAATCATTATATATACAGGAAATTTTACGAAAGATATATAATATGGGAAATAAATATGGAAGTATGGAGCGAGCAAAGGAACAAAAAATAATTATAGAGTATTCATCGCCAAATATTGCAAAACCATTCCATGCTGGACATTTACGATCCACTATTATAGGAAATTTTATTAAACAATTATATAAATTTGAAGGGGCTAATACTGTTTCTATTAATTATTTAGGTGATTGGGGTAAACAATATGGATTATTAGCTTTAGGATTTCAAAAATATGGTTCACGTCAAGAATTAATTAATAAGCCAATTCGTCATTTATATGATGTGTATGTAAAAATAAATAAAGATGCATGTATATCAGAGGAAAAGAAAGCCAAGAAACAAAATCGAAAAGCTAATCTTAACAAAAATGATGATAGTGATATAGATGATGAAAAGTTGAACGCTGGAAAGGAAATACAAGATAAAGCACGAGAATATTTTAAGAAGATGGAAGAAGGAGATGAGGAATCCTTAAAACTTTGGGAAGAGTTTAAAGGATTATCTATAGAAGAATATAAGAAAATATATGGTCGATTAGGAATTGAATTCGATGTATATACTGGAGAATCAGAACAGACAGAATCTATGAAAGGTGCCATGGAGGTTATGAAGGAAAAAGGATTGATAAAGAATGGAGATAATGGGGAACAGATGATAGATTTAGACGAATATAAATTAGGGAAGGCATTGGTTAAGAAGAAGGATGGAACAACTTTGTATTTAACTCGAGATATTGGAGCTGCATTATCTCGATATGAAGAATATAAGTTTGATAAAATGATATACGTGGTGGCAAGTGCTCAAGATCATCATTTTAAACAATTATTTAAAATATTAGAATTAATGGGACGAGAGGAGGTGGCAAGCCGATGTCAACATGTAAATTTTGGATTGGTGCAAGGTATGTCAACGCGAAACGGAACTGTTGTCTTTCTTGAGGATATGTTAAATATGTCCCAAGAGGTTATGTTAACGAAGATGAAGGAGAATGTCAAGGGTAAATTGGATGAAATTGAAGATGTTAAGGAGGTGTCTGATAAGATTGGATTATCTGCTATTATAGTTGGAGATTTATCTGCTAAACGACAGAAGGATTATAAATTTAATGAAACCCGTATAATGAGTTTTGAAGGATATACAGGTCCCTATCTTCAATATGCTCATGCTCGATTATGTAATATGATGGAGAAGAATGCAAATGTGGAAATTACCGATGTGATAAATTATGATTTATTATGTGAGAATGAAGTATATAAGTTAGTTAATCATTTGGATAGTTTTGAGGGTGTGATTGGATTATGTTTAGAAACGTTGGAACCCAATACATTGGTGACATATTTAATGGAGTTAGCATCTTTAATATCATCATGTCATCAAAAGTTATGGATTATAGGACAGGAAGTTGAGGTAAGTAAAGCTCGTATGTTATTATTCCATTCGGCGAAGACCGTATTATGTACAGGAATGAAAATATTGGGATTAACTCCTATAACAAAGATGTAAAGTAAATTTCATCTTTGGGTCAGTATTATTATACAATTATAAATATAATTGTATAGAAGTATAATTTATGATCTATTATATAACTTTATAATCTATCATATAACTTTATAATCTATTATATAACTTTATAATCTATCATATAACTTTATAATCTATTATATAACTTTATAATCTATTATATAACTTTATAATCTATCATATAACTTTATAATCTATTATATATTAATTCATTAAAGATAATAAAATATGATATTGATAGTAAGCATCAACTTATACATAAATTTAGATTTATGTATACCACCCCATTAAATAAAAATAAATTGTTGCACGTTGTAATATTTTGTTTCGATGGGGTGGTATACATAAATCTAAATTTATGTATAAGTTGATGCTTACTATCAATATCATATTTCATACATTTTGTAATTATTTGCATTTATAATGTCTTACAATTGCTTTCTATAACTTCATTCTCTTATAATTACTTTCTATAACTTCATTCTCTTATAATTACTTTCTATAACTTCATAATCTCTTATAATTACTTTATAATATAACATATAGTAAAATTTATCTTTGGTTAAGTTATAAGAAATAATTATGTATTATTATAATATGATATAAATAAAAAACATCATATTACATTTTCTATAAAATATGATTATAAAGTAATTATAAGAGATTATGAAGTTATAGAAAGTAATTGTAAGGAATTGTAGATTATGAAGTTATAGAAAGTAATTATAAGAGATTATGAAGTTATGGAAAGTAATTATAAGAGATTATGAAGTTATAGAAAGCAATTACAAGACATTATAAGACTATAAGAGATTATAAAGTTATAAGGAGTAATTATAAGAGATTATGAAGTTATAAGAGGTTATAAATTTATAGAATTATAAAGTTATAAAAAGTAATTCTATAGGATCATACTTTATGTTTTTCTATTTTAATATGTGATCTTTCCAATTTCATCGATATTGGTTTATATGATGAAACATAAAATTCTTCATTAACATATTCCATTAGTCGATCTTGCACTTCCTGTAATAGCATAGAATATGTAAAATTAACATTCTTTATATTAACTTTTCCATCTATACCCTTAACATATTTTTGATAATCTATAGTTTTATAATCTTCTATCTTGTTCAATGAAAGATGTAAATGTATATATAAATTTTTTCCAAGAACTATATATGTTATATCTTTCACATTACAAGAGAAACTAGGACACACAACAGACGATTTACATTTATAGTTAAGATGACAGAAAATTTTTTCTAATATTATATTACATAAAAACTTAGAAGAAGAATAATATGATAAAATACTATTTTTTGTCTTATGTCCAATCATAGTATACGTCACCGATTGTGTATCATATATAAATGATGGACATAAGGTTATAACTATATTATCTCCATCTTTAATTTTCCTATCTTTCTTGTTCATCATTTATTCTAAGAACAATTATAAATTGATTATAAATTCAATTTATAAATTATAAAAATATGGAAGACAACAGATTATTTTCTAGGTTAGAGGAATACAAATATAAATCCTTTGAAGTTGATATTAATAATTATCCTAAGAACTTTCTTGATAAATATGAAGACATAATAAGTAAAATAAAGAGCGTTCATGAAAGATTAAAGAAATATAAGTTCCCTAATTACGATATTAATGAGAAACAAGAAACATCTGTAATATTATATATAAAATATCTTATAAAGGAAAAATTACAGAAATATAATTAATTAAAATTGATTTATAAATTAAAATTTATAAATATATGACAATATAATATATTATAATGGATAATAATATCAATTTATTACATATTCCCATTGAAATAATTACATCTATATTACATACCTTAGATATAAATTCTATTATATCTTTTTGCAAATGCGATATAGAAAATAAAAATAGATTTATGAATGATGATAATTTTTGGAAAGAAGTATACATAAACTTATTATCGTCTTTAGATGAAACTCTAATTGGGGATAAGACAAACGTAATTGAAACAAATAAAGTTATTAACGAAGTATCTAATAGCATTGAAAGATATAATAAATATAATAATAGTAAATGTAATAGTTGGTATGAAATAGTTAATGATACTATATGTATGATTAATATATTAAAAAAAGAAAGCAACGATATAAAGTATGATAATAATAAAACCTTATATGGTATGGAATATAGTATACGGCGAGAATCTGGTCATCTTCCTCATATATATAAAATTTATAATATGTTAGGAAAATGTATAGAATATGGTAAATGTTATCTAATGGAATGTAATCTGAACTTATTATATTATTTTTCAAAAAGATATAGAATATATTTAGTTAAGGAACATTGTAATTTAATAGAACTCACCCTTAAATCTATTTCATTAAAAATTATGAGATATGATAATTATTGTATGTTTATGAGATTTGTTTACATCAATAAACAAATATTTAATTCACAATTATATATGTGTAATAAAATGATTGACTTTTATGTAGAAACATATGAAATCTCCGAAGACTTAAAATATAGATTATCCAAAAAATAGACGTAATATCATATTATAATATATATAATATGAATATATTAAAGTATTATACCAAGGATATAAACTTTTCTTTAATTAACTTTAGATTAGGTTCTGAGTTGAACCCTGGGAATTTCCATTCTATCTCATTCAAAACATTCAATAACTTCTTCAATAGGACTTTATGTTCTTCTTTCTCTTCCTCTGACATAACCTCCTTAATTACACCATCCAAATTTAATAATATAGAAGTTATATTACTAGATAATAAATTTTTATTTAATTCTGTAACCACATACAAAATACTTTGATATAATATACCACTATTATTCTCATCATTATCTACATAATTATTGTTAGCCTTATCATTATTTATATTCTTGTTCTTCTTGTCATTATTATCTATATTATTAATCTTATTATTGTTCTTGTTACTGTTCATATTATATTCTATTACGTCGCCTTGATAGTATATAACCCATTTAACATTTTTAGTATCTTGTAATCCATTAATATATGGTGTATAACAATCTTTAAACTTACATATTATATCCCTCTTTTCTCTCGTTATCTCCATCATCCTTCGCGCTTCGTTCTTATATTCATCTAACAATTTATACACTTTACCTTCATCGTCCTCAATTAATAATTCTTTATATCTATTCTTAATAGAATATGGACACTTGTTTATTTCCATTTTTATCATCTCTAAACTTTGTAATCTTGATAATAAGATATTACATAAAGTCCATAATTGATGTCCAATAATATTTCCAATGTGCGCGACCTCAGATTGTAAATAAATTCTTTCATTAGGTATACTATTTAAACTATCTAATACAAAATTTATAGATTCTTTATATGTTTCTTTATCTTCAACACACAATCCATTATTTATGGAATTAAGTAAAACTTTAACATATAAATCATCCCCATTCACATAACCATTCCAATATGAGGTTAATAAATCTAAGTATGACATTTCTTGTTTCTTAATATAAAGAAACAAATATATATAAAATCAGTTGTCTATAATATATTGTATTATAACTTTGGTTAATAAGCCACAACTTAACACATGATTCTCAAAATCATTGTCGCATACGGTTAATACAATTCTGTCTTTAAATAACATACTTCCTTGCTCTAACCATAATTTCTTATCTTTTATTAAGGTAATTATTAAATTTAATATATTATCTATATTCTCTTCCTTATAGAATAATTTAATATTATTTTTATAAATATTAATCCTATTCTTCATCTTACTGTTTGATGGTTTGTCTAATTCAATACAACTATCCATTTCTTTACGTACACATACATTAAATCCTCTATCATTAAGGAGTGATGTCAAATACTGTAACTGTTCATAGTTATCAAATTCTTTAAATAAACAAATTTCCATATTTTTCTAATTTAAAATTAGAAAAGATAATCAGTTATAAAGAAATTATAAAATATTGGAGAAAGTTTGTCTTACTAACTTTCCATCTGGTTCTGAATCAAACCCTGGAAATTTCCATCCAACTGTATATAAGGCGACCGTAATCTTAGATAAGGTTTCCTTATCTTCTTCTCTTTCCTCATCTGTCATAACTTCGGATATTACAGCATCTAAATTTAAAAGTACCGATGTTATATTACTAGTTAATGTATTCTTATTTAATTCATCTAATGTATAAAATAGAGCCTGAGATAGCACATCAGATTTAATTTTAGATCTTTTATCTTCCGCAATTTCTTTCTTTTTGGTTGGAAAAGAAGTGGTGTTCACAGGAGGACCAGGAGACCACAACCCACCTGTCTCCCAATTTATATTATTATCTACTTCAATATCTTCATTATTATTATTTTCTACTTCTTTTGTAATAACTACAGTATTGAATTTTCTTCTTTCAATTAGGGTAATGCGTCCCACATATCTCTTTAATGCAGACAATTGATTAGAAGTTAAAGTTTCACTTTGTTCTTTATATTTTTCTATTCTATTGGATATTAAATTAATAATATCTTTATATCTTGATAATAAACAATGAGGATAACACTCCATACACTCACCAAAATTATTAAAATCACATTTTTCTAAATTAGTAAGAAAATCACAATATTGACTATTTAGTTCTTCTTGAATAATATTTTTAATTCCATACATAGATACATTTGACTGCAACGCTAATAATAATTTGTTTATAGATGTTTCATATTCATTTTGAGATTTTGAATATACGACAAGCTGATCTTTTAATAATTGTAAATCTATCTCATTGTGCGATCTATTGTTATAATAGGTTAAAAAATTAATATATGACATCCTTAGTTTCTCACCTATCTCAATATTTAATATTAAAATCAATTTTATATATAAAATTGATTTTATAATTAATATATCATATAAATATGACAGGATATAAGAATGGAGGGAAATAACTTTGATAAAAGAATATTTTTAAATATGCTTAGACATATTGATTCAATTGTAGAAACTAGTATATGTAAAGACTATCTATTATCTTTACTATCCAATATCAAAACAACTAATAGTTTAAGTGGTATGGTAAAGGTTCCATTACCCACTAAATTGCCTATGGAAAGTTTAGATGTTTGCAATTATTCCTTTAGAAGGATGGGATTAAATATGACAAATGCTGATTATAGAGAGGGAAAGAATATAGAACCAAAAGGAGATATCAGAATGAGACTCGTGAAGGTAGAATATAAAATAAATTAAGATAAATTGATAAAGATTTGTTATTCTCATAGACTATGAGAATAATAATAAGGAATAATGATTACTACATTTTTTGCTGCTAATGCTGGATTGGTTGCTTATGGGTTATGTGTGAAGGCATCATGTTTATATAAGAAGAGTGTATTAAAGACGGAAGTATATGATGAGATGAAACATGGTAGATTAACGTTGTTTAATGTGTCGCATGTAAGAGAACATGTAGATAAAAGTAAAACATTTCACTTACAAAATAAAAATTATAAATTAGTTGATGATTTAGGTACATTTAATGATCTACATAATGTTAAATCATATATGTTTAATAAAGGAGACGGCGACAAAAAGTTTGTATCTGGTTCTGATGCAAAATTATTATGTATTAATGGAAAGAAATTACAAGTTCAGGAGGAAAATTTATTACCTAATGATTATATACAATTAATTAATAAATATTCTAACCGACATACGTTATATGTTTGTCGTGATAAGAATAATAATATGTTAGGAATCGGAGATGACCCCAATAAACTCAAACATGCATTAACCCATAAAAGATGGTTGCGTTATATAGGATTTGGGTGTGCTAGTACTATATTAGGGTATTGTGTTATGATATCCCCTGTTATCATCGCATTTATATATTTTAGTCAATAAATAATATACATTATCTTATATTGTAATATAAGATAATATTGAGACATTATAAATATTATCTTATAACATATTGGCTGTTTAGGAAATACCACGCTACTTCGTTACATGATGACTATAATAAAGATATTTATTAAAAGAATGTTATAATATATATATAAACGATAGATGACCAGTGAATATATAATAAATGCTTTAAGAGATAATGAGGAGAAGGTGAGAGGAAGATTAGATAATGGAGAAAGTATATATAATTTATTATTTAAGGTATTTACAGGATATGGTATTAATAGGGATTTTATTCAACATAATAAAACACCTAAATTAATTCATGGACATTCATTTTTAGTTAGAACAGAAGAATATGATACTGAACACAAGATATGGTTTCAAATAAATTATTTAATATTAGTAGAGAACAAATATAGTAATATAATAACAACTAATAAATATTATGTGGAAGATGGATATATAGAAAAAGAAAATTTTATTTTTAGCAAGATACCCAATGATGTTCTTAAGAAATATTTACGAAGCTTCGTTAATGATGATGTCTTAAAGCAAAAATTATCTCCAAAATATATAATAACTGGTCCTTGTAAACGAATAGAATGGATATATGCGGGGTCATTATTAGAGATAAGAAGAAGGCTATATTCATGGTTAGGAAATTCAAATATTTGTAAACTATAAAAAATATAGGGGAGGTACGATGTATATATGGATGTGAGAAAATGAATGAAGATTGGTAGGGTAAAAAATGGCTTAAATAAAAAGGAGATGGAGTAAGAAAATAGGATGAATTATATATTTATTCCAGGAAATGTACCATCATCGAAGAATTCCAAACAATGGACAGGAAAAATGTTGATTAACAGTAAGGCAACACAATTATATATAAGGGAGTCCCAACCCTATTTTATGCAATATAAGGAAAAGTTTAAAGAAATGTGCCAAGGAAAGGAGAAACCATATAAAGTAGTTTTTAAGTTTATTAGGAATAGTAGACATAAATTTGATTATATTAATCCGTGCCAGACGATCCAAGATTTGATGACAAAATACGAGTGGATTGAAGATGATAATTGTGATGAAATAATACCATATTTTGATCAATATTTATATGATAAAGAAAATCCTGGAGTTTATATAAGTATTATTTAACCTATGAACAAATGGCAATATATATTTTATGTCATAATCCAAATAAATTGATTTATTTATAATTGTAAATTATACATGAGAATTACAGATATCATGAATTTGTTACCTAAAGAAATGATGAAAGAAATGATAAATAATATTTTACTATATGTTAACCATGTAGATATAAATAATATTACAGTGGTCAATAAATTATGGAATACTATGATGAAGGATGGAATGCATTGGAGAGAAAAATTAAAATTATTTTATGGGAAAAGTAATAGAGGAAATGAACAAAGCTGGAGAAATAGATATATAATGGAACAAAATTTAGGAGATTTAGTTTTAACGGAGTATTATAATGGCAAAAATAATTACAAATTTAAAGTAGGAGACGAATATATAAAAGGGAAACTATTACCTATTAAATGTATTTATGCTATTTCTTGTGAAACTGTATTATATTATATAACGGAAGATCTTAATTTATATAAATATGATATAGAAACACAGATATCGTCACTTATAGAAGTTAGTGTCTCCAATATAGAATATTATGGATATAATAGTATTTTATATATTAAAAATGGAAATATATACATATATGGAGATAGGAAGATGATAATTCCAACTATTGGATATGTTAAATTAGCGAAAATTATGCATATATTGATAAAAGGCATAAATGTATGTTATAAGAATGATAGGGATGAATGTTATCTAATATCGAAGGTTGAAGATGGATGGAATGTAAAAGGATTAGGAATATCTGGATGTGAGGATATTATCGGTGTGCTAAATGATTTTATAATATTAGACGAAGAAGGACCATTATTTAGTGTTAATAACAGTTTTAGCGATCTCAGTAAAAGTTGGTTGGAATCGAATCCTATAGATAAGGTATGGATTTGTGTCAATCATAAAGTTTATATTAAATCGAGAAATGGGGAAATTAGAGTTATTAAGTTTGCTGTGTGGAATGTAAGTGTTGTAACATCATACAAAATAGAGAAATTTTTGTACCGAGCAACGATATGTGACTCTAACTTAATTGGAAACAGAGTTTTTAAAATAGAATATGATCAATATAGCGAAGATAAATTTAAAACAAATAAATTAGAGAATGTTAAGTTTTATCTTTCTCGTTCTGGGGTTAACGAGGTTTATATTATATAATTCTGCATCGTAATATACCAAATTATGAAGGATTATATATCTTAAAATTAAGCACATCACATGAATAATCTGTTATAATTATAATCTGTTATAATTATAATCTGTTATAATTATAATCTTTTATAATTATAATCTTTTATAATTATAATCTCTTATAATTATAGTTTTCTATAATCATAATTATATATAACTACAATCTTATATAATTATAATCTAGTGTAATTCTACCATCTACTTAAAAGACATAAATATAAATTATAGGATAAAAATGGCATAGACAATATCATAATATTTATGCATAAATATTATGTCATGTGTCCTATCCCATGACATTAAAATATAAAATAATGAAAGTAATAGAATAGTATGATATCGTAATTTTATATTGATGTCATACCTATCCAATGAAATATTTATACCATTACTTTCATCATTCTATATTTTAATGTCATGGGATAGGACACATGATATAATATTTATAAACAATTATTATGGTATTGTCTATGCCATAATAATTGTTTATAAATATTATATTTATGTCTTTTAAATAGATAGTAGAATTAATATTTGCTGTTATATAACTTATTATTTTATACTATATAGATTTATTCTCATATATAATATTCAACCTATTATATAAACAAACTGATTTTATTATTAAATAATAAAATGTAAAGAATGATGGAAGTACTATCAACCGAAGTTGTTAATACTATTTTGTGTTACATTGAAGATGCAGACATAGAAAACTCACTATTGGTAAGCAAACTATTTAATAATATCATAAAAGATGATATTTATTGGAAAGAGAAATTAATGGTACGATGGGGCAAAAAGAATAAAAGTAATGAACAAACATGGAAGGATAGATATATAGTAGAAAAAAATTTTGGAAGCTTATCCCTTGGACCTAAATTACATGAATTATTAAATTATGAAAATAATGTACCATTACCAATTAAATGTATTTATGCTCTCTCTTACAATTATAATATTATATATTATATTACAGAAGAATTTAATTTATACCAATATAATATACAGAACAATTTGTCAACATTAGTTGACAACAATGTTAATACTACAGGATTTTTTTGCAATGGAATTATTTATTATATTAAGAATGGCCATATTTATTTATATGTTGAAGGAGAGAAGATAAAAGTTCCTACTGTTGGATATGTTAAGATAATAAAATCATCATGTTATAAACTACATGCATATTATATAAATACCAAGGGCCAATGTTATGAACTAACAAAAGTTGATGGATGGAAGTCAGAAAGGATAGAAATATTAGAATGTAAGGATATTATCAAGATATATGAAGATTTTATTATTCTAACCAAAGAAGGAAAATTATTTAGTATTAATAACCGGTTTGACGAAAGCACGAAAAATTGGATAAATTCGAATTACATAGATAAAGTTGGACAGGACGGAGGATATGGTGTTTATATTATATTAAAAAATAAAGATATTTATAGGATGAGTGTAACATCCAATGATAATTTCATAACCTCATATAAAATTGACAGTTGTCAATCAAAAACAATATTACACGAAGAAAAATTAATGGCAAATGGAGTATATGAAATACAAATTTGTAACTCAAAGTTACTCAAAGATATTAAATTTTATGCACCATATCACGATAGAGAATGTGGTATGTATATTATATAATTAAAACATATGACCTATACTATCCAATAATGATATTAATAATTTCATAGTACAATCTTTGTTTAACTTATTATTGTTATAAATATAAAATTCTGTTATGTCATGTTGTTCGTTCCAAGATGCATCATAATTAACTCCTTCATTATTTATATACTCTAGTCTGTCATAACTACCTAACTTATTTAAAATATAATTTATTATAATATATGTTGTAGAAGGGGATAGGGTACCAAATGTTAAAAATGATATGGAATCTCGACTTTGCATTGGGCAATAATCATCCTCTGTTAAATTTCCAGCATATAAATATATCATAACATCGAATGATGAATAATGTTCTCCATATATTGGAATTTTGGATTTATTGGAAAATATGTTATTCTTAATAACTCCAATAGATGTACTCCTACATTCTTTATCAGTAACAAGTATTTTATTCACACATTTAAGCTTGTTGTTATTTTTATCTGTTATTTCCTCTAGCCTCATATTTCTTATAAAATATTTATAATAGATATTATAGTTTTCTCCTAATAATACAATATACATATTATTTATTTGTAATCTATTGATTATAGAGCTAAATCCTTTATCATTCTTTAATTGGATGTGTCCTATAATATCACCATCTCTATAAACCGGAATATTATCATCATTAATTATGGTCATATATAAGTTATATAAATTATCCATCATAATAGTATTTACCCTATATGGATATTCTATATTTAATCTATTTAACCATAATCTTTGATCTTTATGTAATAATGATAGCTGTACATTACAGGAACATAAATTAGCTAAATATTTTGCATCAACATATGGTAATATATAATCTATTAATATTTCATTAGGTAACAATGCAATGTAATCTATATTATTATTCATCTTACCAAGTTAATATACTCATATTAAAATCAATTATCTTATTTTATAGGATGGTGGATGTCCTGTTATTATATGTTATTATGTAATATAAAATTTTTTATTAAGCGTGATATGATAATCTTATAAGTATAAAACATCACTCAATAAATTAATATATGATATTTTACTAAATTTATCCTTATAAGATATACATTATGTTAATACTAAAATAGATAACATATATATTGTTGTAAGATAGAGATAGTTTTATATAGTACATATCAAGGATTCATCATTTGTAATAGAGACAAATTTACATTAATATTAGTCGTATCAACCTTTAATAATAGATTGTTAGGATATTATATTCTAACAATTATAAATAATGTTATAACATCATCTTGCAAAAATATTTTATAATCTCATCTCCTAACAATATTTTTATAATCTCATCTCCTAACAATATTTTTATAATCTTATCTCCTAACAATATTTTTATAATCTCGTCTCCTAACAATATTTTTGTAATCTCATCTCCTAAAAATATTTTATAACCTTATTCCGTAAAATATTTTATAATCTCATCTTGTAAAAATATTTTAATAACTTCTTCTATCTCTATAATCTGATAATACAGTTAATAAATGATATTGATGTTATTGGTATAAATTACTATAATTTATGTTTCATGTGTAGGCATACATGAAAGATTCGAAATAATAAACATGTAAACTAATAAGATTAAAGAAAGGAATAACTATACTACAAATTATCTTTTCATATTTCAATAGTTCATATGTTTTGTTATTTGAAAACTTTCATGTATACCTATACATGAAGGAATTTCATATAATTGTCTTATAAATTATAAAATTTATGATCATTGATATCTATATTAAAAATTATCTTATCTTATAACATTATTCTTTTAAAGGATTACAATTTTCAATCTCCATAACTTTATAATTATATATTATATAAAAATATTTTTTATTCTACAAATATTAATTATAAATTGTGTAAGATAGAAAAATTATAATCCTTTAAAAGAATAATGTTATAAGATAAGATAATTTTTAATATAGATATCAATGATCATAAATTTTATAATTTATAAGACAATTATATGAAATTCCTTCATGTGTACACCTACACATGAAACATAAATTATAGTAATTTATACCAATAACATCAATATCATTTATTAGTTGTATTATCGGATTATAAAATATTTTATAATCTCATCTTGTAAAAATATAAATAAGTATCTTATAGTATTAAACAAAATATTATAATATTTTTGATGTGGTAGTACACATGATCTTAAATTTATATACAAATATTTTTAGGAGATGAGATTATAAAATATTTTTAGGAGATGAGATTATAAAATATTTTATAGAAGATGAGATTATAAAATATTTTATAGAGGATGAGATTATAAAATTTTGATATAAATTGAAATTAAATGAAATAAATGGTATTAACATTACAATAATGTTTGTATACAAATTTAAGACTATGTGTACCATCACATCAAAATAAAAAGATTTATGAAAACCAATAATTAGTATTTTTCCTTAGTGTTAAGATAATTATTTAGTTTCCTTAAGAACATGTTATAAATCTTTTTATTTTGATGTGATAGAACACATGGTCTTAAATTTATATACAAATATTATGATAATGTTAATACCATTTATTTCTTCTAATTTGGATTTACATCAAATTTAAAACAAATGCCACAATAAAAAATTTTTTGTAACTTATACTTTATAATCTTATGTTATAAAAATATTTTATAACTTATACCTCTATAAATATCTTTATAACTTATCTTCTATAAAATATGATATAAAGATAAATTATAAGAAGAAAATGGTATTGATTTTACTATTGTACTTATTATTTACTATTTATTAATATTGTCTTGTTTTCCTCATGTGGTGGTACACATGAGATCAAAATTATATATAAATATTATCATAATATCAATGCCATTTTCTTCTTATAATATCATCTTATATAAAAATATTTTATATAAGATGAGATTACAAAAATATTTTACAAAGTATAAGTTATAAAAATATTTTATATAAGATGAGATTACAAAAATATTTTATATAAGATAAGTTATAAAAATATTTTACAAAGTATAAGTTATAAAAATATTTTATATAAAATAAGATTATAAAAATATTTTGTATAAGATGAAATTATACAAAATTATTTTGTGGTATGATTATAAAATAAAAATGATATAGATAGTCAGATATTAATTCTTATCATTTTTATTTCATGGGTACTTCATATAACAAATAATGAAGCATCAAAGTGTCCATGTATAGGGATCTTAATAATGATTGTTAAGATAATTGGATTTATAAAAAAAATGTTATATTGTTACTACTGTACCTAAATTTATTATATTACATATAATAATTACACCAAAGCTTCCATGTGTAGGTATCCATGAAATCAAAATTATATAGAATTAATGCGCTACTATCTATACCATTTTTACCTTACATTCATGTCATCTAAAAATATTTTGAAAGAGATAGTTGTAAAATTATTTTATGGGAGATAGTTATAAAAATATTTTATAAGACATGAAGTTATAAAATTATAAGATATAAATGATATAAATCGTAGAATGGTAATTTTAATTTCATATATTAGTATACAATAAATAAAAAAAACTAAGGAGATATGAGGATAATTTTTGAAATTGTTGTTTGTTTATAAATATCTCATATACTGTAAAGGTTATTTATTAGAAATAGCCATAAAATATTTTTATTTAACTCTTCTTTTATCTTATATTTATAAATATAAGATAAAAATGGTATAGATAGTAATGTAGTAATTCTCTATAATTTTAATCCTATAGGGTGGTACACATCAATCAAATCAAAGAAAAATATGAAAGAGACATAAAGTAATTATAAGGAAATACAAAGAGGAAATTAATGATATTTATTTTACGATAATATATATCATATAGTTATAAATAATTTTATAATTATTTCTTATAAAATTATTTATAACTCTATCTCTTCTAAATAAATTTTACAACTAGTTCTTATAATGTATAATTATAAGATAAAAATGGTATAGATAGTAAGGTGATAACTCTATATAATTTTTATCTCATGGATACCTATACATGAAAGTTCTGAGATAATTATTGTATAAGATAATAAAATTAAGGATCGCAATAACTACATAAAATCTTGTCTATATAAACAAATTATCTTACACAATAATTATCTCAGAACTTTCATGTATAGGTATCCATGAAATCAAAATTATATAGAGTTATCACCTTACTATCTATACCATTTTTATCTTACTAACGCTGTTTGCGGCTGTCTCTTGTATAAAATATTTTTATAACTTCGTGTCGTCTAAAAATATTTTAGAAGAGATGATTATAAAAATATTTTAGAAGAGATAGTTATAAAAATATTTTAGATGACATGAAGTTATAAAATATTTTAGAAGAGATGGTTATAAAAATATTTTAGATGACATGAAGTTATAAAATATTTTAGAAGAGATAGTTATAAAATATTTTTACAACTTCATGTCATCTAAAATATTTGATGGCTTTATTTCATATCCTAATAAAACACAAACGTGATGATTTCTATGTTATAATTTCTTATAATTACTTTTATATCTTTCCAACTTTTCTTCTGCGTTTACTTGATGTGTACCACCCTATGGTTTGAAAATTATATAGAATTAATAGCTTAATATCTATACCATTTTTATCTTATAATTATAAGATAAATAAAGAATTGTAAAAAGATTTTTATAACTACCTATCCTAAAATTATTTTATAACTATCTATTCTAAAATAATTTTATAACTATTTATTCTAAAATAATTTTATAACTATCTATTCTAAAATTATTTTATAACTACCTATCCTAAAATTATTTTATAACTACCTATCCTAAAATTATTTTATAACTATCTATTCTAAAATATATAATTATAAGATAAAAATGGTATAGATAGTAAGATGATAACTCTATATAATTTTGATCTCGTGGATACCTGTACATGAAAGTTTGGACGGTGGTTGTTAAAATGATTTGTTTAAATAGAATAAATTTAGGTAATGTAATACGAATATAAAAGTTTGTTTATTTGAAGAAATTATCTTAACAACCGTCGTTCAAACTTTCATGTACATGTATCCATGAAATCAAAATTATATAGAGTTATCACCTTACTATCTATACCATTTTTATCTTATAATTATATATTATAAGATAAAAGCAGTTGTACAAAAATATTTTTAGTGAAGTGGAAGTCATAAAAATATTTTAAGATGACATGAAGTTATAAAATTATTTTAGATGAAATAGTTATAAAATAATTTTATAGGATATAAAGTTATGTAATATAATTATCATGATATAGCTAACGAGTTGTACAAATTTTCTTCATTATACCATATTTGTGATATCCCAACATAAAAGTTATCATATATAAATTATCTTTATACATGAAATAAAAATAATTCTTTAAAAATATAAATTTGCCATAACAAAGAAACTTTGTGTAACTAATTAGTTATAGTATTAATAGATTCATTTACATATGCAAAATCATGGATATAATTTATATAATTTAAAAATAAGAATTTGATATGTGCATATATATATAATTTATGCTATGTATTATTTAAGTTTACATTCGTTCAAACTTCGTCTTCGTGAAAAAATTGTATATTCCACTTCATTAAAAAAATTTATAACTTCATCTTCTAAAAAAATTTTTCACAACTCGTCCTCTAAAAATATTTTCACAACTTCATCTTGTAAAGAATTTTCACAACTTCATCTTCTAAAAAAATTTTTTACAACTCGTCCTCTAAAAATATTTTTATAACTTCATCTTCCAAAATATTTTTATAACTTCATCTTCCAAAATATTTTTATAACTTCCACTTCATAAAATATTTTTATAACTCCATCTTCTAAAAAATATTGTTACAAAATTATTAATTTTGTAAATAATAGTATTATTTCTATACCAAATAATGTAATCGATGTATTTATATTACATCATAACATCACTAGTTTCTCTTTCCTCTTATATATTATATATTATATATTTATATTTATAATATATAAGAAGAATGAAAATTAGATTAAATCCAACAAAGTTATAATTAGAATATTATTCTAATTATATAATTATCTATATTTTAATACAAAAGATTATTCTAATTATAATGTTATATTTCACGGCATTATAAAATTGATCTCCATATTTAATCTTGTCTCTTAATATATAAGAGACGTAATGGATTTCGTGTCCCATGAGATAATATACCATATTTTATTATATTCAGATATAGAGGATATGAATAATATAAGATTAGTTAATAAGTTATATAATATTATACTATCCGATGATCTGTATTGGAAAAATAAACTATATCTGCATTATAATAAGGATGTTAAAGTATTAAATAATACATGGAAAGAACAATATGCATTAGCAGATAAAATGGGATATATGGTTCTAGATATACCACATTCTATCAATATTCCACCAAATAATTATACTATAACTTTATGTGATAAATATAATATAAAAGGCTTAATATTACCATATAAAGCAATATATGCAACCTATAATTCAGATATTTATTATATAACAGACCAATATAAACTCTATAAGCTATTAAAAAGTTCCGATTATCAAACTTCTGTCTTCATCGATAATAACGTGACCAATATTAAATATCAAAATACCAGAATTATATATTATATCAAAGAAGAAGACATATATGAATATATTCCACTAGATAATTCTTCAAATAGAATAACATATTGCTCCAATGTAGTTGACATGTATTATTATGCCAATATTACCAGAATTAATGGAATATATTTTATAACTAAATGTGGAAATTGTTATAAAGCCACCAAAACAGAACAATGGAAAATACAACATATTGCTTATATACATAATGCCAATAAAATTATAGTAAAATTTGATTCCGTTTTAATATTAGATAGTGAAGGTATCTTAACCTACATTGTGAATGATAAAACGTTATGTAGACTAGAGGGAGTTAGGATTAAAGATATATTTAACGTTGGTAAGATAATAGTGAAGGATATTAATAATGTTTTATATAAACTAAAATTTAGATATCAACTGGAAGGTGAAACAAACATGACAGTTTTAGTGATACAATGTAATAAAGAACATATTCTTAAACTTAATGATATAGATGAAGATGTTTTAAGGTGTAGAAGATATATATTAAGTGATAGTAAGAAGGATGCTATTATATCACTATATGCGGTTCATGGATATGGATGTAAATTTACTAATATATCATTAGACATTAAAGTTAAAGATATATGTAATAAAGAATCATATCCTGCTATCTTTATTATTTAGGATAACCAAATGATTTTATATATTATTTCATGGGACAATATATAAAATAGAAATGGATATATTATCAAATGAGATAATTTATAATATCTTACTATACTGTAATATAAAAGATCTTAGGAATATTAATCTAGTTAATAAATTATGGAATAATATAATAATGGATGATATATTATGGAAAGATAAATTATATTTGGATTTTGATAAATGTGATAAGGGAAATTTCAAACGATGGTATGATCGATATATAACTATTATTAAGAAAGGAAAGATATTAATATGTGAATTACCCAATGATGCGTACCCTGGTTTAGGACAAGATATAACGATAGGACATGAAGGTGGTCAAGATATTATTGGAAGAATGTTACCGTATGAAGGAATTAAATGTATTTATGGATTTAATTATATTGCCATATTAACAGAATATTTAGAATTAAAAGTTATAGATGTAATTGATAGGATACAACATATTGTGGACTGTAATATAGATGATATAATTCATGGTGGTGCCGATACCATGATATATTTAAAAGATGGGGATGTATGGTGTTATGTACATGATGGATTTGAAAAGATACAAAGAGTTACTTGTGGAGAAATGATAAGGAAGGTTAGTTATTGCCATCCATATATAAGTTATGTTGATAAAGATGGTAGGTATAATAGGAGATATCATAATGATGAAACAGAAGCATGGGATTTAATAATTACTAATGGATATTATGACGGTGGAATACAAGATATTGCGGATTTGGGAAGTGATGTCCTAATATTTACTAAGGATAAAACCCCAATATCGTTAAACTGTTATTTATGTAACGAGGTACTAAATGTTATAAAGGATAATAACATTGATAGAATGGATTGTAATTTAACATTTTATGTTAAGGATCGAGGGAATATAATATTACTAGATGTTGATTATGATTTTAATAATATTAATGAATGTCGAGGTTATATATTGAATAATGATTTTGAGGGAATTAATGGTATAAAATGTGTGAGTACTTGTTCGGAGGGGGAAATTATGGCATTGTGTGGTGATGGTATTGTATATCTTAGATTTTATAATTATGATATAAAGGTGCGAGGTACTGTGGATTTTGTCACACAACTAACTATTAAGGCCAAATCTATATATTCTGGATATAATATATCTGTAATAATGTAAACCCCATAAATTATATAATATATAATTATATAATTATATAATTTTAATATTATTTATGTCGATTATGATTAATAACTAATGAAAGATAATACCAATGATTATGTGTTATAGTATCTTCTTTATTGGATGTAATAATTTTAGGATTATAAGGCACAGCATTTATAACTGTCCTAACTACAGAATTAAAAATATTCCTATTTATAGAATTCATCCTTTATAAGATATAATATTATTACATGATAATTACAATTTTAATAATAATGACTGTCCATATATTGTATTTCTTCCATAATCAATTAATAATAGAAAAAATGTGGTTGCCCAAAAGATGGAATACCAAAGAAAATTTATATATTCTAAATATGATTTAATCCAATAGATATAATTTAAAAATTTGTCTATATTGTTGGTGTAATAAAAGTAATATTGCAAATATTTATAAATCCATATAATGGTTATGTTATAGAATATAACGATAAAAAATAAGGAATAGGAAAAATGGAACTACCGGAGTCATTACTAAGTTTGAATCCTATTAACAGTATTATTAATAATAATGCTAACATGGTGTGTAATATCGATGATGCCTATCATATGATCTCAGAAGCATTAGTCCCAATATTAATAGCTGTCTTAAGAGAAAACAACTTCAATGAATACTGTTTTTCCCAAACAATATATTTAAATGCCAGAGACAATGGTGATATTGAATTAAAAGAAAGCACTGATAATATTAAACTTTTATGTGACAATAACACAAATAGATTTATATTATATTTTATAGATGTAACTATAGAAAGTCGTCGGGTTAGGCATTCCAATGCTTTATTGATAGATAGTTTATATGGAACTATAGAATATTTTGAACCTAATGGAAGTGTATTTGATATATATTCTAATATATCTACATATTTACAGAATGTTTTCTTAGGTATTTTACCGGAATATAAATTTTTATCTACTAGTGATTTTTGTCCTAGAATAGGTGTTCAAGCTAAAAGTCAATTAGCTATATGTGGTGCCTTTAGTTTGTTATTTTTATTAATGCGTGTATTAAATGAAGATGTAACATCCGGAGAACTTCTAGGAATTCTTATTGACCTATCTAACGCCCAACTAAAAGATTTAATGTTAAAATTTATATGTTATATTAACCTTATTTCCAATAGATATAATACTATTAGGTTAGAAGAATATTATGAAACATTCCAAACCTTAAAGAAATTTATTGATTTTGATCCAGAATTGAATCAACTTGTCGAAAATTTATACCATGACCTTGATTTAAACGGGTTATATGCAATATTCGAAGATTATAACTTATTATAATTATATATTCTAGTTTGGGAATGTAAGATATAAAATTTTATATCTTATAATAACATTAATTTTGAGTTATAAGTTTAATATATCTAATATATTTCATAAAAATAACATTAACAATTTTAATATATATCTAATCCAATAAAGATAATACGTATAATTTTAATATCTAATCCAATAAAGATAATATGTATAATTTTAATATCTAATCCAATAAAGATAATATGTATAATTTTAATATCTAATCCAATAAAGATAATATGTATAATTTTAATATCTAATCCAATAAAGATAATATGTATAATTTTAATATCTAATCCAATAAAGATAATATGTATAATTTTAATATATAGCTACCGGATTATAAATTCTATGATATTTATAATTTTAAAATATCTAATACATTAGATATTTCATAAAAATAACATTGACAATTTTAACATATACCCGCCAAATTATAAATTCCATAAAGATAATATTTAATTTCACCACTTTCACCAATCTTTTCTACACTCATCCTCTCTCCGTTTTTTGCATTTTTAATGTGATTCTTCAATCTCAAATATAATGCATCATTCTTTCTTTCACATGCTCCCAATAAATCTCTAATATAATAATCCAATCCAATACCTATCATTCTTTCCTCCATATTATCAGCATTAATTAATGTATTAACATTCCATATAGCACCATCATAATTACCCCTCCGTAAACAAGATACAACTTTCTCAACTCTCGTAGCCATAATTTCTTTTCTATACAAAAATAATTTATATAGTTTCCATTTCACTTTTTTCTATCTATATGCCATAACAATCTTAATAAGTATTATATTATAATTATCTTCTTTTCATTAATTTTAATATTTTCATGAAAATAACCATGATTTGATATATACACGTTAAAATAATTATTTACTGTATCGATAGTGGATTGTAAAAATAATTATATGTAACATTTAAAAACATGAGCGGACGAATACCAAATACTTGCAACGAACTCTTATCTGGAGTAATCATATTTTATGCCTTAGTTGATTTCAGAATAGGAGATGATAATACAGGACAAGTTGGTCGCGTATATTTAGGATTACGACCATTTAGAACTTTACAAGCCGCTGTAAATGAATTAAGTAGACGACTGCAAGGAGAAAGCCCCGTAGCCCGTGGACAAGCCATTATTCTAGATGGTCCTGATAATGTACAAGTCGTTAACGGAGACCTAACCATCCCAAATGCCATATTCGTACGAGGAGGCGATGCCGCCGGTAATATCACATTAATACGAATACCAACAGTTAATGTTAGGGGAACCTTAACCTTAGTAGGTAATAATAGATTCGATGTCATAACCCTCAATGCCACACGCATTGTTGCTAATGGATCCAGTTGTGGAAGAGGTGTATATTTCACTAGCGGCGTTGTTCGCGGAACTAATGATTTCCCATTTATACAAATAAAGAATGGTCATTTCGGATTAGAAGATAGTTTTGTTAAGACATCAAGTACTGCGGAATTATTTGATGTTGAAAATTCAACTTTAGTATTGAATTCTTGTACTATATCAGAGGAAGATGGAAAAATAGGATTTGACCTACATAACTCCAAAGCTTATTTATCCAATTGTAATGTAAATTTAGAAGTTGATGTCGCTGTTAGAGAAGAAGGAAATTCCTTATTTTATATTACTAAATCTGATGTTACAATTATAGGAGATGATGTCGTATTGAATGATCTATCAGGATGTAATGAATGTAACACAGAATATGATAGAACCTTTATTAATTTAGAAGTTAATAGTATAAAAGATATTAATACTGGAAATAAGATTAAATATAATTTTGATACCTTCGCCGGAAATTTTGATGGGTTATTAAATGAAGAAACTGCAGAATATAGTGTTATAACTGACAACGGTATCATATCGTCTAGTAGTTCCAAAGTATTAAGATGTTTGACTGAATATGTTGTACAGATTTCAGATCAATATTTAGTGTTTAAACATAGTGAAAATTTAACAATTATATTACCAAATAATGCATATAATGGTAAGGCATTAAGTATGAAATTTATTGATGTTAAGGATAGAAAGATAAAAGGACGATTTGATAGGAATGATGTGGAGAAGATAAAGAAGCTCGACATTATTAACTTAGTTTACATTAATAACGCTTGGTATCTTATGTAATAAAAAATAATATAATAGGTAAAATGAGTCAAGCCATTAATGTTTGTAATACCCCAATTTTTGGTCGGGTGGCACTGTATGCTCGAGTTGATGTAAGAACAGGAAATGATAATACAGGGCAGGTTGGTCCTGCGACTTTTACGGGTGGGGGTGGTATTCCCATTGTTTTCTTATCACCATTTAGAACATTGCAAGCAGCAGCAAACGCATTAGATAGGTCTCTACGAGGAAATTCTACTCTAAGGGGCATGCTAGGAGAGGCTATTATTTTAAATGGTACAAATAGAGAAAACAATACAGAATATATTACTGGGGATTTGATAATACCGGATAGAATATTGGTAGCGACTGAGACATTTTTTCCAATACCAATAGTTAATGTTACTGGAACTTTATATTTGTCTGGTAATAATAACATTAGTGGGGTTACATTTAATGTTTCCAGACTTGTCACCGAAGGATCCGTTTGTACACGTGGCATATTTTTATCAGATAATGCTACTCGTGGACAATCTCAATACCCTTTTATTCAAGTAAAAAATGGTCATCTTGGATTAGAAGATAGCACTATTTCCACCATATATTCATCAGAATTGTTTGACATAACTAACTCTGAGTTGGCGTTGGTTGGGTGTAATATATCAGAGAAGGATGGAAAAATAGGATTTGATCTACATAATTCTAAAGCTTATTTATCTAATTGTAAGATAAATTTACAAGTTGATGTTGCGGTTAAAGAGGAAGGAAATTCTTCATTTTATATAACTAAATCTGATCTTACTATCGAAGGAGATGATGTCGTATTAAATGATTTATCTAATTGTAATCAATGTCAAACGGAATACGATAGAACATTCATTAATATATTATCAAAGAGTGCGAAAGATATTAATACTGGAAATAAGATTAAATATAATTTTGATACCTTCACTGGTAATTTTGATGGATTGTTAAATAATGATACTTCAGAATATAGTGTCATAAGTGATAATGGTATTATATCTTCTAATAGCTCCAAAGTATTAAGATGTATATCGGAATATAATGTTTTAATTTCCGATCAATATTTAGTATTTAAACATAGTGAAGATTTAATAATTACATTACCAAATAATGCATATAATGGTAAGGCATTAAGTATGAAATTTATTGATGTTCAGGATAGAAAGATAAAAGGACGATTTGATAGGAATGATGTGGAGAAGATAAAGAAGCTCGACATTATTAACTTAGTTTACATTAATAACGCTTGGTATCTTATGTAACATATATTGTAATTATATAAATTTATATAATTATAAATTTATAGGATAAGTAAAGATGAGCGAAATTATTGATATTTGTAATCAAGTGGCAAGTGGTGCCATCATATTTTATGCTCTAGTTAATGTATTAACAGGGAATGATAATACAGGCCAAGTAGGACGGGGATATTTTGGACTACAACCATATAGAACTCTACAAGCCGCAGTTAACGCATTAAGTAGACAATTACAAGGTGAAAGTTCTATAGCTAGAGGTCAAGCTATTATTATAAACTCACCGACATCAAGCGTAGAGCGAATAAATGGTAATCTTACTATACCGAGAGGTATTTTCGTTCGTCCTGGAGATGCACAGGGTACTTATAATATTTTTGATCCATTCGGTGTACCTTTAATTGCCATAAATGGAACATTAAATGTTGGACCAGATACTAGATTCGAAAGTCTTGTCTTTCAAGCTAATAATATAATATCTAATGGAACTCATTGTGCTGGCCGAGTTGTCTTTAGGAGGAATAATGTTATTCCATTTAATGCTGAAGTTCAACCTATTAATAACAATCAGTTTTTTAATATAACTGATGGAAGATTTGCATTGAGAGATGGAGAAATTGAAGCATCTGTTGATACCTTATTTAATATGAAAAATTCAACATTGGCATTACAAGGATGTAAAGTTGTGGAGCGAGATGGGGAAGTTGGATTTGATTTACATAACTCTAAAGTTTTTATTGATAATTGTAATTTAGATTTTGAAGTTGATACTTTCTTACATGCAAATAATGAATCGTCATTACAAATAAATAATTCTGATATGATAATTAAGGGAGGTAATGTTATATTAAATGATATTAATTCTTCTAATGCTAAGTATGATAGAACCTTTATTAATTTACAGGTTGATAGGGTGAAAGATGTAACGAATGGAAATAAAGTTATATATAATTTTGATACCTTCTTGGGTAATTTTGAAGGATTATTAGATGAGGATACTGCGGAATATAATGTTATAACTAAAAATGGAATTATATCTTCCCAAAGTGCCAAGGTGTTAAGATGTCTTACCGAATATAGTGTTCAATGTTCAGATCAATACTTAGTGTTCAAACATAGTAAAGAGTTACAGGTTGTATTACCTAATAATACATATAATGGTAGGACATTAAGTATAAAATTTATCGATGTTCGCAAGAGGGCAATACGAGGACGATTTAACGATGATGATATAGAAAAGATGAAGAAATTAAATATTCTAAACTTAGTTTATATTAATAAAGTTTGGTATCTTATATAAAATATATTATATCATATAATATATTTATATATTTATTACGCTCCGAATGATATAATATGAAAATACAAGATGGAAATGGTATTAATATAATGGAGTAATTATTATATTAAAATGAGTTCATGGGATGGTATACATGAATTATTTCTTTCAATAATTCATCTAAATTATTGAATTTAGATAGTGTGACATCTATATGTAAAAATATCTTCTAATAGAAGATTATTCTTTTAAGGAGTGCAAAAAATATTTTTCATGACTTTACAATTATATATGTTATAAAAAATTTTTTATAATATATTAAGTTATCAACTTACAAAAAATATTTTTGTAACTCCTTATCTCGCTTACGCTCTGCAAGAGGGAATAATTTATTATTAGAAGACACTTTTACATATAGATGTCATACTATCTAAATTCAATAATTTAGATAAAGTATCGGAAGCAATCCCCATGTATACCACCACATGAACTCAATTTTATATAATAATTACATCATTATATTAATACCATTTTTGTCATCTATTTTATAATATATCATAAATTTATATATAGGACAAGATATAATAATTATTATAAATTATTATATAATGGTAAAGTATGGATATAGATTTAATTTATTTATATAATAACTTACCTAGAGAGTTATGGGATTATCATATATTACCAAATATTTCTAAAGATGCCATTCTGGTTAATAAGTTATGGTATAGCATGCACTTCCCAAACCTATTAAAGGATGATAGGATACATCCAGAACATAACAACAACTATCCCATAAGACAAAGCTCCCATATAGGGAATGTTAAAGTGTTAAAGTTATTACTTTCTGATTGGAGGGTTGATCCTTGTGTTAATAATAATTATCCTATTAGAACATCAATAAAAAATAGGAGAGAAGATATAACTAAACTATTGTTAAGAAACAACAAAGTATATAAATCTATTATGGATAATCCTTTGCTATATGTATTGATTAGTAATAAATCTCATGATAGTATCATAGAAAAAATAATTATGGAAGATAACATAATGAATTGTATAAATAGTTATATAAACTGACATTATAAATATAATATATGTATAATGTAAGATGGGATGTTGTGTATCTAATTATTATATATTGCAAGAAGATAATGAGATAATATCAATAAATGGTATTATAAGTAATTTAGGGAATAGGGATATTAATACCTTTCACTGTTATTATTATAAAATAACTGTTCAACGATATAATAAAAGAAAAGATAATAAAAGAAAAGATAATAAAAGAAAAGATAACAATACATATAATATTGTAGTGCAAACTAGAAGTACATTAGTTGAAATAAGTAATGTCACATATCCCATATATATAAAGGCTGAATATAATATGATATATGTTAATGATAAACCAATATATCTAATTGAACAATTTAATAAAGATGAATGAATTTATATTACATATTATTATGTAATATAACGTTATAAAGAAATTTGTATATTTATAGGCACAGAAATGTTAATGTATAGGCACAGAAGTTTGTATATTTATATACAAATGTATGAACACAGAAATGTTAATGTATGGACACAGAAGTTTGTATATTTATATACAAATGTATAGGCACACTCCTCCCCTCCCCAGGAAGCAATTTTATTTATTATAATTTTTATTATATTATATTGTATTAAGGAACATTTGGGAGGGAATGGGAGGAGATAGAACAATAGATAAATATAGCAACTATGTAGTTATAATAAAACCCCTACTAACGAAACATCATCGCACCGGGGTGATCTTTATTATATTATGACCAATTATAGAACAATATCAAATTGGTATGATAAGAACATAAATAAGATATAGAATACATAACATACATCATAGATTACGGCCGTTTAATCTCAATATGTAATTTCTTCTATATAAAAGAATATAAGGGCTGACAATGTAGCATATCCAATTTATTTAAATTCATTTGACGTCAAAACTTCATTAAATGCGGAATAGCTTCATCATTAACTTCATATATTCTTTTGAATGAACATTACAATCATAATAAATTCATTTTATCCTTTCTTATAATCATAAATATAATAAATATTAACATAAAAATATATCATGGGGATTAGATAAATTTTTAGCAGGTTCTCCACCAATGTAATCAGTAACTCTAAGTTTAGATCCATCATTCATTTCGTATACGAATACATTCCAATATATATCATCAAAATAACTATTTTTACATTTAACTTTACTATTGATATCATATATGGCATTTTCTTCCTCTTCCATAGTTAATAAGTCTAAATAATACTCTCCAATATTCCAACATTTATCATCACCATTATTAATATTATTCCATATTTTCTTTATTATTTTATATTTATTATTAATATCTGTTGGTATCTTAATTCCATATCCATCATAAATTTTATATGGGTTACGACTGGGGTTTTCTATTTTTAACCAGTTCAATAATGTTAATAGGTTTATATCACTTTCTAATTGTACAGTTCTAATCCACTTATATATTTCATTATTATCATTATTACAATAATCATCAAACTTATATTTTAATGATATATATAAGTTGGTTCTTTCGCTTAACATTCTAAAAAGAAATGCTATATCCAATCCTTCATATTTATCAATATTTATACCATATAATCTATGAAATGTCTTCCTATTGATTAATAAACTATGGAATTCTTTAGTACATTGTGATATATTATGGACATCCAAGGAATCACAATAACCTATAATTCCATAAAATATTTCAATAGGTATTAACTCCATTTATAATATAAATTATTATTATTTATATTATCAATTTTGATATTTAATACTCAAAAATTAGATGGTGTTTGATTTTCTATTAATTCATTAGCCCATGCTCGAACTTCACCCTCTAATTCTGCCTTTTTCAAATATTCCTTTGTTTGTCCAGGTTTCCACAAAATTTTATTTGATATCATATTTTCCAATGATTCAACTTCTAATTGTGGATGCTTCTTTTTCATATCCACATATGTTTTCTCCATCATATCAATAAAAGTACAAGACGATGAACATGATAATCTGAATAAAACATTGGAAGCAAATCTCTTCAACTCTTCTTTAGAAATTTTATTATTTTCCATCTAACCTAATCTACTCGTTTTAATATAATTAATTAAAATTAAAAAATCAATTTTGTAACGTATTCAATAAACTGACTTAAAATTATTCTATAGACACAGAATAAATATACCAATTATGAGTAAAATAAATATAGAATATTTTAAACAGGCCCTATCTCGCTCCAAAGAATATTCTATAACTAATAATATTCATAAATATAGAGAGACATGGATTCCACCAAAAGTAAACGATTATGATGAAACATATATAGATAGAATTAAAATTGTAGGACAAGATTGTATTGAAACCTTATTAAATATGACTAATGACGGAATTAATAATATATTAATGTTATGTATGGCCTCGGATTATCATCCAGGTGGTGGAGTAAAGAAAGGTTCTAGTGCACAAGAAGAACACATATGTCGATGTTCCACACTTTACAGTAACCTAATGGCCATTAAATCTCATAAAGTTTATCCAATAATTAAACCATTTATATTACCAGAAGTTACATTTTTCTCTCATTGTGACACAAAACAAGATGGTAAATTAAGAAATTTAAAGAATGATATTATGTGTTCCATATTAATGTCGGCAGCTGTAAGAAAACCTAAAGGCTCCGCATTTAACAAAGACGACGAAATTGAAAGCTATAAAAGAATTAAAATGATGCTAGAAATATCTATACAATATGGATATAAGAATATTATATTATCTGCGTATGGATGTGGTGCATTCTTAAATCCACCAGAAATTATCTCTAAACTTTTCAAGAGAATATTAATAGAGGAAGAATATATTAAATACTTTGATAATGTTACATTTAGTATATTAGACACTTCATATTCAAATAATCTTTCAATATTTACAAAGACATTCCACGACTAAATGATTTTAGTTTCTATTATATTATATAAGTAAATATCTTATATGATACGGGACATTATATATAATATCTTATCTCATGTTGATGATATACATAAACATATTACAAACTTAAGAATAGTAAACAAGGATTGGAATTATATATTACGAAAAGACAATGATATATTTTGGCGTAACAAGTTACAGATGGAGTATGGAAATATGGAGTTGGGAAAATGTAAAAATTGGATGAAGAGATATATGTCATGCTGTAGACTAGGAGAAACCATGTTAATAAATCCATATGACCAATCCTATAATAGAAAACTAAATATTAGGGCTATACAGGCAGTTTTTGAGGGATACAATATTGCATATATAGATGATAATTACGATATGTTTCTTACCTCCGGACGAGAGCGCATATATATAGACAATGAGGTATCGTATATAGTACCTAATAACCATGTATCTTATAATGGATTATTCTATGTTAAAGAACGAGATTTATATATGTATAAGGATGCTATTAGTGTGCAGATCACTAAAAGTAAGGATATAAAGCATGCGTTTAGAAATTCACGACATTGTACTATAATATTGGGGTATGGAGGGAATTATTATTATGCGATGTACAACACGACAACTGATATGTGGAACCTGGATGGAAATTATTATTATGCGATGTACAATAAGACAATGGATAACCCCTCAATTGTAGATTTTGGATGTATACAAAGGACGGAAAGTAATAAAAATAATCCTGTAATAAAATTATGTAGTAAACTGACAGGAACTATTATTTACGATACTGTGCATTTTATATGTCTTGATGATACTGAAAACGTAACTATATGGAAAGCTGGAAATGATGGAAATTTGATACAAAAATATATGGTACTGGGTCCATTTAAGGCTATATATGGAGGTGTATATGTAATTGGAATAATGGCAAAAATGATAAATTAATTATTTGAACATAAAAATGATAAATTAATTTATTATATGAATAGGAAATGATAAATTAATTTATTATACGAAGACAAAAATGATGTATGGATTAGAAGATTATGTATATCCGACAAGTAGATTAATGTTATATAATGATATGTCAGATATAGATGAATTATATACAATACAAAATATAAATGGTATGGAAATAGATAATATTATTAGGGAAAAATGTTCATATACAACATATTCTATCTCATATCTTCTAGATTTTAAAGTATCGGAAGATAAGCCAACCGCATATAGTATTGAATTACAAGGCATTAGTGATAAAGGTATATTAACAAATGTGGGTCATACTTTTGTAATGATAAATTATCATAATTTATGGTATATATTAGATAGTTATATAGGAGTAAGAGGATATACTATAAAAGAAGTGAATAAAGATGATGTATTCAATATGATATATAAAATGATGGATAAATTTGAGGTTGGGGTATGGAAAATGTTGACGGATGTAATAGAGGATGGTAAAGATACAAAATATATTGACTTTAGGATGTATTCATATGAATATGATGAAAATAGAATATTAGAGAGATATAATACTATAGTGACTAAAAGTTTTATTAGATTAAATGATGATATTGGTAAGAGTGATGAATATTTATATTTATTATGTACATCACTTGATATTAATGATGCCACGGAATACTTAAATAATTTATTATATTTATCTGAATAAATAGATTTGTTATATTGTTAGGGTGTTAAATTAAAATATAAAGTTATAAAAATATTTTTATAATTACATCTTCTACAAAATATTTTATATCTTATACTTTATAAAATATTTTTATAATTACATCTTCTAAAAATATTTTATATCTTATACTTTATAAAATATTTTATATCTTATACTTTATAAAATATTTTTATAATTACATCTTCTATAAAATATTTTATATCTTATACTTTATAAAATATTTTTATAACTTATACTTTATAAAATATTTTTATAATTACATCTTCTAAAATAATTTTATAACTATTATCTTCTACAAAATATTTTTATAATTACATCTTCTACAAAATATTTTTATAACTTGTCTTCTATAAAATATTTTTATAACTATTATCTTCTATAAAATATTTTATAACTATAAGATAAAATGGTATTGATGTTACCTATATAAATTACTATAATTTTTCTTTCATTTGTACCACCACATAAAAGTTTTCATACAATAAGCATTTGAAATAAGAAATATAAGAAGATAATTTCCAGTATAGTTATTGTGTTCCTTATATTTCTTATTTCAAATGCTTATTGTATGAAAACTTTCATGTGGTAGTATACATGAAAGAAAAATTATAGTAATTTATACAGGTAATATCAATACCATTTTATCTTATAGTTATAAAATATTTTTTAAGTTATACGTTGTTGAAATATAGTTTTATATAATATTAATGATTACATATATTTGGTTAAAGAGATAAATTCCTTATATAAAGGAAGAAGTTATCAAAATGATAAATATATAAATTAACAGAAGAAAAGATAAAATGGATGTAATAACAGAGGATGTATTTAATTATATATTAAATGATCATCTAACCCCAGGAGAGAAGACTATTTTTCATATCATAAATAAACATTTTCATTGTAAAATTAAGGAAGATGTTAACCTTAAATCTCTAGTATATAATAATAATATACAAACATTGAAAGAATTAAATATTAAATTAACTCCATATATTTCAGGACATATAATAAAATATGCTTCTGAATGCGGAAATTTACATATAATACAATGGTTATAGTCTAAATTACACAATGGTTATCCTATAAATATCAAAACCCTTAACTCCTCCATAAAATATGATAGGGTTCAGGTCGCTCAATGGATCATGTTAAATAAACATATTAGTCATCCAGTAGAAGTATTAATATTTGCACTTAATAGCAAAGCATGGAATTGTGTTACTTGGACAATAAGGCATATAGAAGAGAAGTTATATGAAAGAATACCGGATGAGGATATGATTAAATATATAGATATAGGAGTAGATAAGGATGACCACATGAGTTCCATTAAATTATTAAGTGAAATAAAGAATGATAATAGTTTGCGTGATATGCTACACCTATTATGTATTGGAAGTAAGAGAATAATGGAAGCAGCGGCATCAGTTGGCAGGTTACATGTTATAATTTGGTTATATGAACTATTAGCTTGTAATAGGAAACGGTGTTGTAAAATGGATAGTGTTTTTATAAAAGCATCGAAGGGTGGACATTTAGATATCATGAAATGGATTATAGTTAAGATGGATGGAGAGACAAAGGCTGATATGTTCTCTATGTTCTCTATGTGGTCCAATAATATATGTACTGGATTAATAAATAGTGGCATAACGGATGAAAAAGTAATAGAAAGTCTTCTGTGGTTGGAAGGTATTGGTTGTAATATTAAACATGTGGAAACATTTGAAGCCATGGCATTAAGAGGAAATCTGGAACATATGGTATGGTTGAAATATGAGAAGGAATGTCCATGGAGTGAGAGAACATTTGAAAATGCTATATTACATGGAAATTTGGAGAATATGAAATGGCTCATTTTGCATGGTTGTCCTAGGGGAGAAGATTTAATTGGACTTGCATTTAGATCGAAGGTTCAGGACAGCAAAGTTTTGGAGAATGTCAAATGGTTAATGTCCGTCATGTCTGGAGAAGATAATTCGATACAATGGGGATCGATAAAAGAAGCTAACTATGCATTTTGCAAATGCGCTTTACGAGGAAGTTTAGGATTAGTGAAGTGGATGTGTAATCCATTAAGTAAGGATAATGTAGAGGTAGATACTGATAAAGGTTGTCCATGGTCGGAAATAGTATTATCAAATGCTGTATATGCGGGTAATATGGATGTCATAATATGGTTATTAAAGGTTGGATGTCCATATGATGAATATGAAATAATATCATCTTGTGTTGGAACCTTTAATACCAAGGTTATGGATTGGATATTAGATAATTTAATTCCGATGAGTAGTAAATGGGTTGGTATATGTTTGGGAGCCGGGAGAATGGATTGTCTGTTATATTTAAGTAAGAAGTATGATATTAAGGGATTGGTTGGGGAATGGACTGAAGATGGGGAACGTTCTAAGGTTGAATTATTCAATATAATGCAATCTATTAGTGGTGTAAACATGACAACCTTAAGAGATTTTGCAGCAACGAATAATTTAGATGATGCTGTATGTATGAACAATTTAGATAAAATATTTGCTGTGTCTTTGGGAGGGGCGATCAATGATATGAAATATAATGAAATAACTAAATTATTTGAAGAGTTAGGGTGGGATAAAAATCTATATAATATTAATAAGTTAATATACGATTCTATATAAGATATTGTATATTATATAATCTATAAAGTATTATATAATCTGTAATCTATAAACTATTACATAATCTATATAATCTATAAAATCTATAAGTAATCTATAAACTATTATATAATCCATATAATCTATAAGTTATTATATAATCTATAAACTATTATATAATCCATATAATCTATAAGTTATTATATAATCTATAATCTATTATATAATGTATATAATCTATAAAATCTATAAGTAATCTATAAACTATTATATAATGTATATAATCTATAAGTTATTATATAATCTATAATCTATTATATAATGTATATAATCTATAAATTATTATATAATCTATAAACTATTATATAATCTATAAACTATTATATAATGTATATAATCTATAAACTATTATATAATCTATAAAGTATTATATAATGTATATAATCTATAAATTATTATATAATCTATAAGTTATTATATAATCTATAATTTATTATATAATCTATAATCTATTATATAATCTATAAGTGCGTAGCCGGGTCTTCGGTGCTATGCTAAACCCTTGCCATCTAAAGACGGCAAGTGCTCTGCCTCGCCTCCAGTCTTTGTCTTGCAATCTGAAGATTGCAAGTCTTTGTCCCACCTTTGGTTGGGTCTTTGTCTTGCAATCTGAAGATTGCAAGTCTTTGTCCCACCTTTGGTTGGGTCTTTGTCTTGCAATCTGAAGATTGCAAGTTGAGTTATTATATGATCTATAAACTACGGTTATATAATATGTAAGTAATTCTCGACATCACATATAAGAAGTCGATATTTTGTTATTATAAGATGATGTTATATAATATAAGGTTAATTAAGTTTTATAAAAAAAATGACCTTATATTATAAAACTTAATTGATAAAATCTACGATGCTTAAAACTGCTAATTATATTGCACTTTCCATTAATAAGAATACAAACAAAGATAGAGACGTGTATCTAAAAGAATCAGCAAAATTTGTTTTTGGTATTATGAATGAGATTGTTTGCAAAGCTTACCTGGACGAAGGAGGAGAAGACATAGAAGATCCAATAAAGTTAAACTTTAGAATCTTAATCAAAGATGCAACAAATCTGGATGATGATGGCGTTGAAGAATTATTACCTTATGTTATTTCGCTCAACCTACAAAATAGAATAACCGGAGAAAATTTATGGAAGTATGATATATCTTTGGACGCCATGCACAATGAAACATTTTCTAATATTAAACTATCTCGAGAACAAAAGGATAAAGTATTAAACCTTAATAAACAATTTGTTTATAAATTACGACATCCTATTCTTTCAATGTTCTTTTAGTGTATATTTCTTTTTATAAATAAAAATGAAATTATATTGTATTGCGTTATATATTTAAATGAATCTGCAAGATTTAATCGATGATGTTATATATAATATTTGTTTAGTGGATATGGATGTGTATATGTCCCTATCTCTGGTGAATAAAAAGTTTAACAGAATATGTAAAAAAGTTAAGGATCCTATTTCCCATTTTTGTGAATACAAAGAGGTGTTGGATGGAATATACAAATATATATTTTATATAAATAAGAATACTGGACTTAAAGAATATAAAGAAGAAGTCTGGTGCAATAAATGTCTTGTATCTCAAAGACCTCATATAAAACATATAAGATACTTTAAAAATGGGAAACTACACGGTAAAGTTTTAGGATATTCATACCACGCTGGTGAGAACACATTGATATTATCTTCACAAAATTGTTATAAAAATGATATACGAGATGGTAAAAGTATTTCATATTTTATACCAAAAGAATATAAAAATAAAAAAGAAGTAAAATTTTACTATAATGGAAAACATGTAACTTTCCAAGTTGTCGATAAGGATAATATAAATACAATAGAATATTACAACAACGGAAATATTATTAAATCAATAATGTTCGACGAACATACAGGGAATATTATTGAAGATAAAATTTATTAGATATATATAGGCATTACAATCACAAACTATGAGAATGTTGGAAATATATGTGCTCAATCATACATTACAAATCCATATTAAATAACAAATTCATATGTAATATAATGAAAACATATAATCTTTATCAAATAATATTTCTATATATATATTTAATTAAATATATACCATATGTGGCAACGTATTAACATATCATAACATAAGGAATAAATAATTATATATTATATTCTACTTACAGAAACATTATGATAATCCATAAGTATTTGATATTGACCAGGAAGGAAAGATCCTATATAATCTCCATAATCTTGACCTAAGGAACCAGCATGTGTAAGTTTATGGAATCCATCCTTTGCTTTTTCCTCAACATCCACAACTGTTACATCTTTATAACATTCATAGGGATCATGTGATATAGCTCCAGATTCTATCATTTCTGATTTAATATAATCATTAGACAATAGTTTCATAGTTATATAAATATCTAAATATAAATCTCCGTCAACGATTTTATATTTTATATCATCAACATATCCATCAAACCCAGGATATGATATATAACATTCATTAATATTAGTTATTCGTTTAAAAACATATCCTTTAACTTCATCCTCTACAAATTCTGAAGATCCAAAATATTCAAGCATCAAATTTTGAATATTATTTGGCATATCAATAAATTTAATTTCGATATCATCATCTTCATCCTCATCCTTTACATAATGAAATTTAGTTAATATAGTTGTTATAAATTTATCTCCTTCCTTGACAACGTTCGTCATTTTCTGATACATTATAATTTTTATTATATTATAATTTTTATAACATTATAATTTATTACGAAGTTACATACATTATAATTTTCTAACATAATATAATTTTCAATAACATATATTTTCTAATACATTATAATTTCTATAAGTTATAATTTTCATTATACTACAAATTTCTATCTTCTACAAAATTGATGTGCTTTATAAAATACAACATATAAAATATAATGTTATCATTACGTCCTGCTGATATATCAAGGATTGTATTTCATTGCTCAAAATTACAAAGTGAAGATGAAATAAATGAATATATAAATGAACATCTTAAGACTATAAATAATGAATACAATAATTTAATATTATCTGGTATAAGAGATGCAGCAATATATTTTATAAAATTAGAGAATGAGAATGCTGTGCCATCTGAAGAATGTTGTTCTAATACATACTTAGATATTTCTAAGTTAATGAATAAAGAGGTAAGTTTAGAAGATGTATTATCCGATGCTAGATTACATGGTATCCATATGATGTGTACTATCATAAAAATGAAAGAAAAAATACATTTGTCATCCAAATAGAGATAAGTATGTCCAGTATTACAGTCTGGGAAATCTCAGATTTACTTTCCGATTGCCTGGACTTTCACGATGAATGTATTAATAATTGTATAGCCAAATATGATGGTGATAATGGTTTAATGAAAGGAATAAGATATGCATTATTGTATTATGTTAGAATGGAAAATGATAATGCATCTTCTGAACAATTTTGTGGTCATTATTTAGACCAAGATTATATGACAATGATGAAATTAATAAATGATGAGATATCTTTGGAGGATCAACTTATGAATTGCAAAATAAATGGGATGGCTATGGTTGTGCAATACAAAAACTATATAAACTCAGATTATAAAATTGATTATATATAATTTGGAATATGTAAATTAGAATATAAAACAAATGTCTAGAATTACACCTTGGGAAAGTAGTGATATAGTTTTTGCATGTGCTGAATTTAAAACTTCAGAACAAATTAACACATTTATAGATAGTTATTTAGTAAGATCGCCAATAGATCATCCGTTATTAGAAGGAATACGATATGCATCGTTATATTATGTTAGGTTGGAAAATAGTGATGCAGAACAATGTTGTATGTTTTCTGAAGATGGAGATGACATGACTATGAAAAAGTTGATAAATGATGAAATCCCATTTATAACTCAGGTTGGAAATCCTAAAATAAATGGAATGGCCATGGTTATACAATACAAAAACTATTTCTCTAAATAATGTAATGTGTAGTCATTATCTAAATTATATAATTTAGATATTATATTAACTATATTAAATACCGTTCTATATTTTATCATTATTCTCTCTAAATCTTGCAGAACGAAGTAAGTTACCAAAACGAGATAAGCAATTATATTTTCATCTTCCTTAACTTCGTAACTACTATATTATAAAAATATTTTTCATTATATAATTATAAATTATATAACTTGTAAAATATAATTTTATATCTTCTTATCTCACTTCGTTCCACAAGAAGAAGAGACAATAGTAATAAAATATAGAACAGTATTTAATATAGTCAATATGATATCTAAATTATGTAATTTAGATAATGACTACGCATAAAAACTTCATGTATACCATCCCATGAAATCGAATTTATGTAATTTTAATACCATAGTACTAATATCAAATTTACCTCCTTATAATTAAATATGAGAGATTTAAACTACGATGGCATGAGAAAATAATTATGGTATTCCATAAAATGCATATACTACATTTTGTCTTTGCTCTAGAAATAATGATATGGCTCCCACAAGAAGATGTCACAGATATATCTAATAGATTTATACATTCAAAATTCCCTATTCCACAGGATACGATGCATGGATTAAAACCATATCTCTCGCCTTTGGCTCTGCAAAAGAATTAATAATATACATAAATTTAATGATATAGTTCAAGAGGCTATAAATGATGATAAAATAAACTTTGCCAAGAATGGATTATATCCATTAATACCTTTATCTTATTTATATGATAAGGCGTCAAATTTAATACATATATGGCTTTATAAGGATAATGATGAAATAATTACGCGAGATGGAATTAGATTTTATATTAAGTGCATATAATCCCGATGGTTCTGGTGCCGATACATGGATGGCTAATATCATAGATGTTGTGGATGAGGCGGAGGGCGAGGAATTTGGATATGGTAATGTGGAATTAATTCCAATACTGATTAAAGTATATGAGGAAGTGGAGGTTAATGTCAATAATTTACCATGTAGGGCAACTTCCTCAGATTATGAATTTTAGACGATTGCAATGACATCAAAATGTAAATATAAAATAAATTATAATTTTCTATAACTTATAATTTTCTATAACTTATAATTTTCTATAAGTTATAATTTTCTATAACTTATAATTTTACATAACTTATAATTTTCTATAACTTATAATTTTCTATAAGTTATAATTTTCTATAACTTATAATTTTCTATAACTTATAATTTTCTATAACTTATAATTTTCTATAACTTATAATTTTCTATACCTTATAATTTTCTATAACCCATAATTTTTCATAACTTATAATAAAGATATAAAATGATATTAATATCACGGTATCCAATTTATATTATTTTCTCTTGATGTGTAGGTATACACGATAGATTTCTCTTTTTAATTCATATAAATTAATAATTTTAGATATGATGATATCTATATTAAAATGTATCGTATATTATACAATTATTCCCTCTTGTAGAGTCGAAGATGAGATAAGGGATGCATCACAAATATTTTTCATGACTTTATAATTATATATGTTATAAAATATTTTTTATTATATATTATTAATTTCCAAAATACAAAAAATATTTTTGATGTATCTCTTATCTCGCTTGCGCTCTACAAGAGGGAATAATAAAATATAAAAAGATACATTTTGATATAGATATCATCATATCTAAAATTAACAATTTAGATACATTACCAAGAAAATTCTACCATGTGTTGGTACACATGAAATAAAAATTATAGAAATTAGATACCATGATGTTAATATCATTTTATAATATATTTATCATCTATCACAAGTTTTGATTAAGTTATATCTTTTATAATCTCTTACAAAGTTATGTCTCATATAATTCATTATGACGTTATATAAATTGTTGTAAAGTTATTAACCTATTTAAAAAAGTGATTTATATATTATAAATTTTTTATAATAAAAAATTTATATGATGGAAGGTAAAGATAAATTTATTAGTAGCACAAAATATATAGATGCTGACCATCTAGGCAACCGAAGAATAGAAATCTTCATCAACAAGAAAAGAAAACGAGATATGGAATATGACTATAAGGATGATAATATTAAAGTTACCACCTCAAATAAAAGGGCAAAAATTAATATAAATTTAAAGGTCGTAAAATTAAATTCTATAGACTATGGATATAAATTATTGAAGAAAATTAATGATAAAAAGAATATTACTACTGATATCCTAGAAATTTATGGTAACAAAGCCCCATCCAAAGAATTAAGTGAAAGCGCCTCCGTATATCGTCATATTGCTAATTTATTTTGTCGCAAATTAGGTACAGAATATTATAATACTCTTTCCAAGGATCCTAATGTCCTATGTTTAGTAGTTGCCGATGGAGTTAATCCTAAAACTGGACATATATTCGCCGGCATGACTGCATGGAAGGTATCATCCATAGATCCTATTATGAATGATAAATGGATAGAGAACCCTAGACATTCTAATCTAACATGTATAAAATCTCTAGTTGAGGATGTGGATTTTTCTTATATTAAGGATCATTCTATGGTTATTGTGGTTGCTGTCCACTCTCATGCCAACACCAACGAATTATGGAATAGACTTATAACTTATAATAAACCTTTGATATATTTATCTGTGCCTTGTTGTACTGGTTTTGTTCATAAAGTTAATGATGTTGTTCCCATACTAGACATCAACGATGATACAATATTATCAGACAAAAATAATGTCGTCGTATGGACAACTTATGAAAAACTACTATAATATATGACCATATTATTTATATATTAAGATTCTTATATCAAATTACCATAAGAAAATGTTTGTGGTGGATATAAAAGTATATTCATTATATAATTATATATTATATAAGAATTTGTAATTATATATTATATAAGGATTTGTAATTATAATTATATAATATAACTGTAAAATATATTTATTATATAATTATATAATATATAATAGTAATGGTGTAAAATATATTTATTGTATAATTATATAATGGTAATAACTATATTATATAAAGGTAATAATAAATAACTGTTATATATTATATTTCATAATATTATAAAAGATATATGATAATTTACAACCAAGCTTTATACATAAAATCACGTTCTAAGATTCCCAAAATACCAGTCTGATGATAGTTATTATTTTCAACTCCAACAAATTTTTCTAAGAAGTTCTTATGCTGATCAGTAATTTCTTCTTTAAACCAAGAATTAACATAGAAACTATACTCATAATCTATAATCTTTATATCTTCTATTATACTGGCCTTTGTTTTAAGAACAAAGTTTTGAGGACCAAGATCACAATGTACTACTCCAGCATTATGCATATCTACTATTATCTTATCTATTCTGTTGATAAGATTTATCTTATTTTCTATTGTTAATTTATATTTAGATAAATATTGTAATAAATCCATATCATACTTTTCGGATGTAAAATATACACCATCATTAATTTTTCCATATTTTATGATATTAGGTGCTATTCCCAACGTTGCCATATTTTTCGTAATAGTTAATTCTTTAATAGGGCTATTGGAATATACATTAATACCATCATTAATTTTATATATCATGGTAAGATAATATATAATGTTATCCTTATTAACTAGTTGAATAACTTTGTTCTCCTTGGAAGATACTTCTTCTATATATCTATAATTTTCCATTTATCATATCAACAAATAATATTATTTTATCATTTATACCAAATCCAAAGGATTGACAATTTCCATGTCCGTAGGTGGAGTTCTAGGACGCTCACCAACCTCTATATCTCCATAACCAACGGGTTCCTGTTTAGATTGAAAATTAAAAGGCCACACAGCGTTAAGAACTCTGCTAAATAGTCCTGGTTTTTGTTCTTCGTTAATTATATCAATGTTAGTCTCGTTCATTTATTATAAATTAAAAAATAATTACGAGATCATTTTTATTAATTATATGACATAATAAAAACAAATAGATGGAAACCTTACCAAACGAAATTGTTTTAAATGAAATATTGAAAGCAATGGACCAACGTACAGCTTTAAACTTTCTAATGTCAAATACTAAATATAGAGGACTCGTGTCCCAAAATATAAATAGATATTTTCCATCAGAGAAATATTATAAACCACAAAAGCAAGCGGTGAATGATGAAATTATTTATGGTAGAGAAGTAGATATGGATAAAGTTGTTATAAATGATGCTATTATTAACATAAAGAAATTTGTAATGCAGAAACAGATGTCTATCCCGGATGTAATATATTATGCGGAGCTATTAGATAATCCATCATTACTTGATGATTATAAGAATTTTATTGGAATTTATGGAGTTAGATATAGTAGGCACGATTACAGCAATGTAGAAAATCCAGAAACAAATAACATTTATTTAGATAGAGATAGAAATTCTCTCCATAATTATGAAGTGTTAAAATTAAAAGATAAAAATTATGATAAGTCATTAAGAATATTAAGAACATTAATATATAATATGGAAGAAAAGATATTAATTAAAGGGAATGGTGGTGGAACCGATAATTATGTTACAATGATATCTGATTTTTCAGTTGCAGGATATAATGACGTAGTTAAATTTATTGTAGATAATATTTATATGGTTGATGTTGGTAGATATGTTATTGACAACGGTAGTAACAATATAGACTTATCTAAATATATAATTGATAAATATATAAAAGATGGAGGATTATTACAAAGTTTGGGTAATAATATATTAATAGGAGCCATAGATGGAGATGTTGATATGGGTTATATTCCGTTATTTTCATATTTATTATCAATAAAAGAGATACCTTATGACTTCCAACAATTATATAATGATATAGAGAGCAATGTAGAAGTAACAGATGAAAATGTTAAAATTGAACTATTAAAAATAGTAGAAAGTTATTTATAATAATATATTAACATATAACTATGTTATATGTTCTATGAGTATTATTTAATATATTTAGTTATGTACTTTGTATATTCTTCTAACATAGATGTTTTAGATGTTGATAACGTAAGTCTATAAAGTATCACAGTATATATATTAATTGATATATTATATGTATTATTTAATATTGAAGTATATAATGCATTAATATTTTCCTCTTTTTTGCCATTGGTTATAATTGGTAATAATTTCCATACAATATCAATAGGTAATTTACGTATTGACCGCGCCAACGTATCAATATCTAAATATCCCTCATCTATATCATATAACCAATTAATAATATCTGGATTTAATAATGATAATACTAAATTAGAAGCAGTTTCTCGTACATTATCTTTATTTACTTGTTTGATGACATTCATGTCAATATTATCATTCATCATATATGCTATAAAATATCCATTATTTATATTACCATTATATGCTTTCCGAAAATCTGCATCTAATAAAAATCTATCCTTATATTTGTCAAATAACAATTTTGGATAATTACTATATTCTAATAAATATATACTAAAATTATAATCCTCTATTTCGAAAGAAGAAACATAATCATCCGTATATAATAAATAATTTGCATACAATTCTGTTTCACTTCCAATTTCAAATGTCAAGGATATAGTATTCATAATCTTAGGTCCATATTTATTATTTTCATTATTTAATTTTATAGGATATTTAGCTTTGACATAATTATAAACATCCTCCCTAGCATAAAATAATGACAAATAATATAAATAACCTAAGTCCTGTTTTATATAATATTCTGATATTGTGTCCAGTAATTTTATCATATCATTTTGAGAATAACATAGAGAAAATGCTCTGTTTAATAGATCTCTTGTTCTATATACTTCTCCATAATTATTAAAGTTATTTAATGTGGATACAATATTAATAGGATATAAGTTATTAAATATAGCGACTATTACATCACTATTCATATTTAGGATTAATGGATAATTCCCAATCTGATATAATATTATACCTTTTCGAACTAAATCATTATTAGATATATTAAATGCTTCTGATGGTTTCATATCATATATTAAATATGATAGAGGTAATATTTCATTACTTGGTATTAGATTTTTTATTGAGGATAGGTTACCAGAGAAAAATCTATTTAAAAAATAATTAGAAAATTCGCTTTGTTTACATAAGTTTGTATTGTACTCTGATGTAGAACAATAATTTATTATTTCCCCAGGATTGAGACCCTCAAAAATATATCTTATGACATCATTAACAAGAGTTGTCGTGGACATATTTATAATTTTATAATTACAAATATTATTTTAATTATCTGAATGCAAATATTCCATATATTCAGTTAATGTATCCATAGTTGAAGAGGGCAATGTAAATCTATAAAGTAAACAGGTATATACAGAAATAGGAACATATCCGACCTCTGCTGCTTCCGTCAATAAATTTGAGTATAATCTATCAATGCTGTCTTTCCCTTTATTCTTAGTTACGATGGATAATAATTCCCATGCAGATTTAGGTTTCATTCTTATTAATTCTAATGCTATTTCTTCATTATCACCATCATCCTCTATATTATAGAATAAATTAATTACTTCTGGATTTAATAATCTTAATAAAAATCCATTAAATTCATCTTTATCCCATCCTTTTATCTTATCAAGATCTACGTTATCATTTAATAAATATGGAATATGATCAGTGGATATATCTTTTCCATAATATGAGTTAGCAAAGTTGGGATCTTGTAAGAATCTATCTTTATATTTGTTAAATAATAATTTTGGATAATAACTATCCTCCAATAAATACTCATCAAATTTTATAGGAATATTAATTACATCATCATTAAATGTTAAATATTCAGAATATACAGCGTTTTCTCTCCCTAAAGTTCCCATCATTGTTAATTCAGGTATAAGATCTACACTATATTCTATCAAATCTTTGTTAACTTTATATTTACTTTGGAATGCATTATAAACATCCTTTCTTCCATAAATAATACACATAAGATAGATATCATTGTATATTATATTTTTTCTTTGGATGGTATCCATAATATTCATAATATCCATAGTTGAGTAATTAAGAGAGAACGCTCTATTCAAAATATCTGAAATTTCTGATATTACCTCCAAATCACCATTATCTTTAAATTTGTCAAAGGTATAGGGAGTAGGATATAATTTACTAAATAATTCTAGTGTGCTTTTATTATCTAATTTTAATAATAGGGGATAATTACCAATGTAATATATTATAATAGAATCCTTTATTATGTCGCTGGCGAGATTGGTTAGTAATGTATTTGTTGGGTTATTATCAAAAATGAGCTTAGCCAAATTTAATATTCCATCTTTTGAAATTTTTGATAGTATGTTATCCATATTAGGAAAGAATCTCTTTGAAAAATATTTATGGAATTCGTCGGTTTTACATAAATTGTTATTATAATTAGATGTAGAACAATAATTTATTATTTCTGATGCGGTTAATTCATCAAATATGGTTCTAATATTATCATTAACGAGGTTCATAATATCTTTCTTATATATGTAAATATAATTTTATTTATAATCAATTATTCAAGATATAAATAATCACATTCGTGCAATCACTATGTCCAACCATATTATTATATGATGTATATAATAATATATGATATTTTAATTATTTATGTCTGAGAAATTATTATACGATCAATTGAAAAATAATTTCTATATATTTTAAAATAGTACATTAATTCAAAGATGATACCTTCATTAAGAACATATAGAATAAATCTAGAAGACCACTTTAATAAACATATAAAATCTAAATATCATTTTATGTATATGGAAAGATATGAAGATCCGGCCCTAGTTGAAGAAAATAATCTTTGTATTAGAGTATATTATCAATTATTCAATTATAAGGATAATAACGTTAAAGATGAAGATAAAATAACATATTTAACATATATATTTGATCAAAATAAAGATTTAGTTACGAGAACAAAGTATGGATTTTATGATAAAAAGCCAGAGACTACTACTGTCATAGGTATGTTATCTAATATGCCTAGTATGATGGTAGTCGAAGATATTTTGGATATAGTGAAGTCTGAGCTAATTAATAATATACAACAGGATGTCAAGAATGAACAAGAATATAGAGAGGATATATTAAAATTCCTGGCAAGTATACCGGAAGAATTTATTGTTTTTGATAGGAATGATGAGATAAAAATAGCAGATACTTTTGAAAGACTTAAAAATTATATTAACGGAGCATATTATGTTAATAACTCCGACGAACTATAATAAAATAAATTTTATACTTAATATTTATCTATAAAAATAAATTTTATACTTAATATTTATCTATAAAAATAAATTTTATACTTAATATTTATTTAAATTAAAAAATGTCAGGCTTGGATCTCTTCAATGAAAACGCTTACAAAGCTATAGAATACGAAAATCTATACAAAGAAATAGTTCATCCAGAATTTCCATTTATGGATGGATATTTCAATCCAGTAACATATGATATTAAAAATGATCGTATGAAAAAAGCATATGACAATTATGTAGAGCAAATCAAAAAGTTATCATCTAATTATGTTAAATATCCCGTGAATCTAGGGTATGGGACGGGACCTAGATACGAAAATCCAGATAGTCACCCAGATGCCGATGTATTACAAAAATATAAAAAGGAATATACACCATCAAAATTTATAGTTTATGCAGAATTAAGTTATATATTAATGTATCATTATGGTGAATTACAAGGAGATGATTCAAAATTATATTTGCGAGCGTTTATTGATGAGGAAAATGAAGTTATGTTCACATATAATGATAATAGTGAAGATAATAATGGAATAGATGTGGATTCATATGCACTTGGATTATATTATCCATATGATAATACATTATCTTTTAGAGAAAATGTTATGAAAAATCTATTGGATCAAATAGATAGAGATCTTTCTCCAGAAATTAAGGAATATGCAAATTTAAGAAATTATGAGGATTATGTTGTTAGATTATTTTCTAATATACCCAAGGGATTCTCTATATACGATAAAGATACGAGAAACTTTGATATTGACGCCAGTATAAATGCAATTATTAATCATTTCAAATATGAAAAAGAAACGGAGCGTGAGCGAGATGATGCATCTAAACGGTTTGGTGAAAGAGGGCGATATAGAACACCAGAACAAGCTAATTTACTTGGAAGAAAATTTCAACCATATACAGAAACTACTGCTTCATATATTAAGAATAAGAATATGTATGATTATGCTAGTCCAGATCTACCTATCTTACCCCCTATATAAATTTATCTTATCTCCTATATATTCTTTAACATTCATATATAAATCTATCTTATCTCCTATATATTCTCTACTATAAAAAATATATTATCCGATTTTTTACCATCATAGAATTATATTACATAATTAACATATTCTTGTAGATCTTTTACATTAGAGGTATTCAATGTTAATTTATAGATTAAGGATGTATATGATGTTATATTAATATAACCGAATTCTCCATTTTCTCTCTCAATATCCTTATACAATTTATCCACTTGTTCTTTTGTTTTATTTGTAACAATTAGATATAAGATACTCCATGCAATACAGGGTGTCACATTTGTCAATGATATCGCTAATTCTTTCCTATCATCAGCATCATCAATATTATATAACCAATTAATAACATCTCCATTTAATAATCCTAATATAATATTAGAAATATTCTTTTGAATATCTTTTCTATTCCATCTTCTGATTATATTCATATCTATGTTATTTCCAAGTAAATGTGGAAGATAATATGATGTAGAAATACTTGTATCTTGTAAAAATCTATTTTTATACTTATTGAAAAGAAGTATTGGATATTGACTTTCATTTAATAAGTTAATATCAAATTGAATTGGAATACCAATCACATTATCTTGAGTATATAATAAATAATTTGCATATAATTTTGTTTCTTTCCCAAGACTATTCAATTTTGCTATTTCTGGTATTACATCATATCCATAATTCTTAGATAAGAATGTAAAATTATATCCTGATAATATGGGAGTAAATTTACCATGAAGAGCGTTATATACATCTTTTCTATTATAAGACAATGATAAATAATAAGCATTCAATATAAGTTGATATTCGTTGTCTTCATATGGTATGTCTAATAGTGATAATATATCATTCAAAGAATAATACAGAGAAAATGCTCTCTCTAGTAGATTTGATAATTGTTGTACTGAGACAAAGGAGGAAGGATTTGGGACCCGCTTCATTATAGAATTTGTTGGATATAAATGTTCAAATAAGTCTAATAATGCACTATAATCCATATCTAATAGTAATTGATAATTTCCAATATAATGTAATACTAAGGCATTTTGCACTAATTTATTGTCTTTTGCTCTATATAACAAGTTTGTAGGATTTTCACTATATATGATAGATGCTAAATCTAGTAATTGATCTTTGGAGATTTTATTAACCAAGGATGATAGATTGTTGGAGAAGAATCTACGTTGTATGTAGTCAGTAAATGGTAGAGTATTACATAAATTTTTTACTGTTGGATTAGATAAGCAATAATTATGAATTTCTGTTGGATTCAATTTATCAAGAATGGGTGTTAAATTAGTATCCATGTTATTATTTTATTACATAATTATTTATTTTGTAAAGAAATAATTATCAATTTTATAAGAAATGCCAAACTTAAATTCATTTCTTTCAGGATTTGGATTATACAATGGATTACAGGTTGGATATTACATGTTAAATGGATATGAAGGAGAACATAAAACGATAAGTAGATATCATGATTATGAATATCCAATTAAATTTCAGTTTATATATAATGGTCCAAATAACTTAATACAAACTATAGAAGATGCAAATAATGTTATGTTAGATCTATTATATAAATTTCAAACATATATTTCAGGTAATAGAATAATAAAATCAGATTATGGTAATCCTTATGAATGTTATTTTTCTTCAGGTGTTTTAACTGACAATGTTCCTAACAGACCATTTAATGTGACAATTACAGCATTGGGAAAATCTCACCGCATATATATCTAATACCAAACTATATCTTTTAAATATTTCATCCGATCACCAACATCTCTAAATGTATTATTGAAATTTATCAACTATACACTATAAAACATAATGTATAAAATAATCATAAATTACATTCTTAGCTTATAATAAAGCTATATGATATTTGTCCATACTTTGCTGTAAATGATTTATACATAATCTTAGTTGATATAATATCAACTCAAAATAAAATGATCATACATTATATTTTATAATGTATATAAATAATATGGATATTATACCTAACGAAATTATATTTAATATATTTAAATATTTAGATAACAGAATTATATTAAATATGGCATATGTAAGTAAACATTTATCTACTTGTATTCTATCATATGTCGATGACAGGGATATAAAATATATCTTAAGATATGCATTTATGAAAGATAAACAGAAGATTTCTGAGATAAATATTGATAAAATATCAACTCATATAACCAAGGAATTTGTTACTTTGTATATAAGAGTTTTTGAGGAATATCAAAAGGTTGATAGTGGAAATGTTCTATTATTTCTAGATACCGTATTTTCCTTAACTATTAATCCTATCCATATATATTATATAACCAATAAGTTTGGGAATTATCTCCATAAAGAAATATTAACTAATTATATGAATACTTCATTAATTCCAGGATTTAATAGAGAATTGTTGTTAAATCCTGGAATTAATGAAGTATTGGATATGTATGTATCTTCATTCACCACAAATAAATTCTATAACATATGCAATACATTCAAACATACCTATACATTTATATATGATCATATTATTAGACATAATTCTGTTACAATATTACTATTCATTATATCCTATACAATTACTATCATTATTTATATGTGCATGGGATACATATATGGTAGAACAAAATTTTAAGAATAAGTGTAATGATACAATAGGACAAATATTATTAAATTTATTAGAGACAGAAGTTATCATAGATATAAATTTGTTAGAAGATAAGATATTGTCTGTAATATATAATATACCTTGTATCATATCCGTTCTTCCTAAGTTATGTAAGGCTGAGCAATATTATATACAGGATATTATATATAAGAGAATATCTGTAAATACATTAAATTTATATAATTTTCAACCTACAGAATATATAGATTTGTTATATAAAGTTAATATTAATAAGATAGAAAAAGGGGAAAATATAGGAATAAGGAAGATAATAAAGAATGATGACGTGGAACAATTTATTGATGTGTATGATAATGTGGATATTAATGTCATTAAATCATATATTAAAGAATATCTACCATTAAATATTTTGTATTATATATCTAGTATGGAGAATAAAATACTCCCTATTTGTATATCTGAGGAAGAAGTTACCAATTATGATTTATGTATTGATATCTTAATAGAAAATAATTTTGTTGTCATAGTATAATATGTCATACAATTATTCTTATAAAGTATAAGAATAATTATATTTATAAGTATCTTATGGTTACATTATAATATTTATATTAGTATGATACGACAATCTATCAACTTTTATAATTAATTTATGATTGTGTTGTGTGGTTTTATGATATGTTATCATTACAATCCTATACAAACGTCGTGGCATGCACATACAAAGCAAAAGTAATCTTATAAGATTATTTTATAACATTATAATCTCTTATAATCATATTTTATAACTTTATATTCTATAACTTTGTAATTTTATTCTATAACTTATAATCTCTTATATTACTTTCTATAACTTTATATTCTCTTATAATTACTTTCTATAACTTTATATTCTCTTACAATCCTATTCTATAACTTATAATATCTTATAATCCTATTCTATAACTTTATATTCTCTTATAATTACTTTCTATAACTTTATATTCTCTTATAATTACTTTCTATAACTTTATATTCTCTTATAATTGCTTTCTATAACTTTATATTCTCTTACAATCCTATTCTATAACTTTATATCTCTTACAATCCTATTCTATAACTTATAATCTCTTATAATTACTTTCTATAACTTTATATTCTCTTACAATTATTTTCTATAACTTTATATTCTCACACATTCTCTTACAATTACTTTCTATAAGTTTATATTCTCTTACAATTACTTTCTATAACTTTATAATCTCTTATAATTCTATTCTATAACTTTATAATCTCTTATAATCCTATTCTATAACTTATATTCTCTTATAAAGTTATAGAATAGGATTATAAGAGATTATAAAGTTATAGAATAGGATTATAAGAGATTATAAAGTTATAGAATAGGATTATAAGAGATTATAAAGTTATAGAATAGGATTATAAGAGATTATAAAGTCATAGAATAGAATTATAAGAGATTATAAAGTTATAGAAAGTAATTATAAACTTATATAATAGATTATAAGACATTATAAAATATTATAAAGATAGAATAAAAACGATATTAACATTATGTATACATTTTCATATAATTTTAATTTCATGTATACTACCTCATGGCACCCACACATAAAATATTGTCTAAATTATATAATTTAGATACTATCATTACTATATTAAAATTATTCCATGTATTTCAATTTATTCTTTTAAGACAATATATTTTTTTATTTTCATAGAGTTAGTAATTGTATATATTAAAATTTTTTATAAACTATATATTATATAAAGTCAAATACGAATTAAATATATTGCCTTAAAAGAATAAATTGAAATACATGGAATAATTTTAATATAGTAACCATTATATCTACATTATATAATTTAGATAATATTTTATGTATGAGTGTCATGAGGTGGTATACATGAAATTAAAATTATATGAAAATGTATACGTAATATTAATATCATATTTTTATCCCATTTAGCAATTATATCATTATAGAGGATCGCAAAGTAAATCTCATCTTCAATCTTTATCTTGTCATCAAGATGACAAAATGAATTATAGAAAGTAATTATAATCTTATTCCACCATATTATATAACTTTATAATTTATTATAATCATATGTTATAACTTTATAATCTCTTGTATAATTATAGTTGTGTATAAAATTTAAAATGATATGATGAATAAATAAAATGAAAATATAATATTAACATTATGATTTATATATTATCTATCACATATAACTATTTCTATAATTATATTATAACATATTTATTGAGGTATAATAGATTGTAATCCTACAATTAATTTATTAATAAATTCTTTAGGATTAGATATATTATTTATAGTATTAGTTACATCTTTTATAATATTTTGCACCTTAAGATCTTCGGTTTCTACTTCCATCTTATCTCCATTATTATTTGTAATAATAGGTTGCGATACATCATAATCTTTTACATGACGGAATCCTTCTAAAGTATTATCTTGGGTTATAACCTGTCCAATTCTAATTGCATTCTCCAATGCCATCCTCCTCTCATCATTGTTCTTCATATTCACCAAATATTTATAAACATTTACTTGCATATCTTTCTTCACTCCTAACATCATTTCCACCAAACTTTTATTTACCTTTTTACCCCTCTCAATTTCACATAGCAACTCTGGACATAATAAAAATCCACAACGGATAACATATCGAACTTCATTTTCGGGCTCAGCAATTAATTTAGCAACCTTAGGAATAGATTTATGTTCAATATATAATTTACAAAATAAATTAGTCTTTTCTGTTAACTTCCATTCATTACCTTTACCTCTAACATAGGAAATAATAGTTTCCTCTTCTTTATTTTTAGGTTTAGAAACGATGGAGTAAATGTATGAATATCCAGAGAGTCTATGTGCTTCCAATCTATGCCATCCATCAATACATTCATAATAGCCATCTCCACTTTCTACGACATCGATGGGTGGAAGGGAGATACCAGAACGTATAGATTGTACCATATATTGCACTTGTATAAGATTTAAGGCATGCCGTATATTATTTGCAGACTTTCTAATCTTTTCCAAAGGTAATAACAATAATGTATTCATATTATAATGTTATTTTAAATATATTATAATTATAATTTCAATTTCAGATAAACTAAATATTAATTATATATTTACTTTAAACAATATAATATTATATATAATATTATAAAAATTTAGTAATAAGATGTAATATTAGACCTATAAGCTTTGTCCACATATGATGTCTTTTAAATGGATTTAAACTATAATTTGTAAATTAAGTATGTACATAATCTCATACCAGAGGAGTTATACACACTTAACATTCCTTATTAGTTATATTAACCAATTAAAATTATATATCTAATACCAAACTATATCGTTCAAATATTTCACCCTTTCCTTAATATCTTTAATTATATTATCAGACGATAACAATTTAACAATACATTGCAACACGTAATACTCTATATGTAAAAGCTCAGCTTCCTTTCTATCATTATCATCAATATTGAGCTTAGAAGATTCATAATCTATAATATAAATTTTATCAGTAATTTTATTGTATAATATATTGCCTAAGTTAACATCTCCATGTATTATATTTACATTATGTAGTTTACGAAATTCATTTTTTACCTTATTTTGTAGTTCATATACTTCTTTTAACAATTTATAATCATCTATACTTTTATTAGACAGTTCTTTGATATATACATCAAGTTTTACACAATCATGTAAATTTTCCATAATTATGCATTCATCGCGAAAGTCGACACCATAATACATAATGCTTTCCTTAATAGCATCATTATAATCATCATCATCATGACGTCGATATAACGAGCTCATCTTTACATTATTGGGTTCTTCATCTATATACCCATAATATTTATATATTTTAGGAGCATTGACATATTTTCCTGCTTCCATACATAACTTAGCTTCGTTTACGGCGTAGTCGATATATGATCCATATTTATATCCCTTATCAACTAATCCCGGTCTTACGTACTTAATATAATATTTCTCCATATCTTATATATGAATGGACATATATAAAATATCAATTTAATTATATTATTCCATGTAGGGTTAACATATAGATATATTATATACAATCAAAATAAATATGCACCACAAATTTTGTGTGGTGGTACACATAGGATAAAAATAATTAATGTTATGTACTGTACTATTAATACCATTATAGGATGTGTTTATAATATATAACAAATTATACTTGATGGAACATTATGATAGGAAAATTATATGAGATGGAAGATTATAGTAAGTATAAAATTATAATAGTTATAAAATTAGAGTAGTCATAAAATTATAAGCCACAGAAAATTATTATGATTAGAAAATTATTATGATTAGAAAATTATAATAGTTATAATTTTATAAATCGATACCCTACTATTATAATAATTACATATCATGATATGTAATTATTTCAAAGACTATATACTTTAATATTATAAAAGCATTATTCTATTTATATAATAGAAGTTTGTAGGTTTATCATAATAAGAATTATGCGGTATAATTTTAAATGCTAAGCAAATATCATATTAACACCAAGTCATATAAATGTCATAAAATTAAAGATATGTATACTACCACATGAAATCTTTATCTGTTTATAATTTAATTTAATAAAATTAAAGGATGTACTATCTATATTAAATATTATTATGTTTAATTCAATATAATTATATCATAAATACTAAAATAATCAATGGGGTGGTATACTTGATTAACATTTTATACATAATAACATCCATCATATTAATATCATATTAATCTTATATTTATGAATGTGAAATAAATATTTTTTATTATTTTTCTTCATGACTAACCGTGTTAGTTTATATATGAATAATAAATATAAGATTAATATGGTATTAATCTTATGGACGCCATCATATATGAAATGTTAATCAAGTATACCACCCCATTGATTATTTTAGTATTTAGGATATAATTATATTGAATTAAAGAAGATACTATCTATATTAAATTTATTCATAAAATATTAGAAGTATCTTTTTTCAGATAGAGATAGTTATAAAAATATTTTTATAACTATATCTCTTCCAAAATAATTTTATAACTTCATGTCATCTAAAAATTTTTTATAACTATATCTCTTCTAAAATAATTTTATAACTATATCTCTTCTAAAATAATTTTATAACTATCATCTTAAAAATATTTTTAGAACTTTATCTCTTCTAAAATAATTTTATAACTATCATCTTAAAAATATTTTATAACTACCATCTTAAAAATATTTTATAACTATCTCTTCTAAAATAATTTTATAACTATCTCTCATAAAATATTTTTATAACTTCATCTCTTCTAAAATATTTTTATAACTCCATCTCTTCTAAAATAACTTTATTTTATCTTATAAATTAGTTTTGTAAGATAAAAATTAGTATAGGTGGTATGACATTAATTATATATAAATTTAATTTTATGTATACCTATGCACGAAAGTTTTAAATACAATAATAATATAAACTAACAATTTAAGGAACATAATAACTATATAAAAATTCGTATCTCTGACCTACTTATTTTGGATAGTACCCTAAAATTTCATGTATAGATATGCATGAAATGAAAATTATATATGATTAATACCACATTGTCTGTATTATTTTATCTTATAATTATAAGATGGAGTTATAAAATATTTTTAGAAGATATGGAGTTATAAAATTATTTTGAATAGATAGTTATAAAATATTTTGAATAGATAGTTATAAAAATATTTAGAAGAAATAGTTATAAAAATATTTTTAGAAGATATAGTTATAAAATATTTTTAGAATCATATATTCAAAATATTTTTAGAAGAGATAGTTATAAAATATTTTTAGAAAGACAAGTTATAAAAATATTTAGAAGAGATAGTTATAAAAATTATTTTAGAAGAAATAGTTATAAAATATTTTTAGAAGATATGGAGTTATAAAAATATTTTGAATAGATAGTTATAAAATATTTTTAGAAGAGATGATTATAACTATATTTTAGAAGAAATAGTTATAAAATATTTTTAGAAGATATGGAGTTATAAAAATATTTTGAATAGATAGTTATAAAATATTTTTAGAAGAGATGATTATAATTATATTTTATAAGAGATAAAGTTATAAAGATATTTTAGAAGAGACAGTTATAAAATATTTTTAGAAAGACAAGTTATAAAGATATTTTTAGAAAGACAAGTTATAAAAATATTTTAGAATGACAAGTTATAAAATAATTTTAGAAGAGATGAAGTTATAAAATATTTTATAAGAGATAAAGTTATAAAATAATTTTAGAAGAGATGAAGTTATAAAATATTTTATAAGAGATGATTATAAAAATATTTTAGAAGAGATAGTTATAAAATAATTTTAGAAAAGATAGTTATAGAATTATTTTAAGAAAGATAAGTTATAAAATATTTTAGTTTTTATTGTATATAACATATCCTCACAAATTTTATTTTAATAAGATAGTATATCATTTATAAATAAAATTGAAATAAAAAGATTTAGTTGAATAAATAAATGGGTAAAATTCAACCATATAATCTTATTACATTATTAAATAGAGTATCATATGATATTATAAATGATAAAATTATTGAGGCAGAATATAAGATACAGTCGCTAATCAAAAGAATTAGCGAAGATGAAACTGCAAAGATGTTGTATGGTATGTTATATGTATGTCATAACTGCAAGGATATTAAAGAAATGACCTGTGAAACCAGCCATAGTCTATTGCTAGCTAAAAGAGCATATAATGGAATTGATATGTCTAAGTATATATTAAATAGACAATTTGATTCATATATGCAAGGTATTGTATTTTTATGTGAACAATTATCATGGAAATATCGAGATTTTTATGGAATAAGTGAAATTTATGGAATAAGAGAAATTTATAAAAATATCGCAAATATAAATTTAATATAATTAGTTTTTATTTACTATTTTATCTTTAATGATGAATCATATCATAAAAGTTATATATAAATAATATTACATAAATGGAATTCATGTAATTTATTTTTGAATTAGTTACATACTATAGTCTTATTTATAATTTTATAAATATAAAACTTAAATCATATTATTCACTATATAATATATCATAGCTAACATATTAGCTATAATATTATCCTCCATATATAGTATTACATACATTCTTGTCTATTTGCTACATTTGTACTATGGTATGTCAATTCCACAGCAAAATCCTTTTTCATATCATCAGGACAATGCAATCCTAAATACATCAAATCTGTTAATAATGTTGGATCTCTCTCACTATTCTGGCTCTTATGCAAATACTCTTTAACATATTCTACATTATGGACATTCTTCTTCACATCCTCGGATGCCAATTGTAAACAGCTAACAACATAACCATCCAATTCCTCCTTCAACCATCGTTCTGCATCAAATACTTTCAGATATTCCATTCTTACATCCCTCTTTAATTCCGACATATATTTACTATCACAATGAGGATCAGATCCAGCACCGTGATATAAAAGCAAACTAGCAACCACATTTTGCAACTCTTTACCACATACAGTTCCCAAATATAAAAGATTAGCTAAATATTTAGCATTATCTGGTTCCACTTCTGAAGCTTCCCTCAAGTATTCTTTAACAAAATTAGTATCCTTAATACTCTGTTTGAAATTTTCCTCTGCATAACTAAGAAGATGAGGTGCCAAAGTAGAAAGAGTGTTATAAAATTGTACTTGTTCCATTATGTCTTCGTATGTGTGTCTCTATATCACACTATAAACAAAATTAAATAATCAATTTTGTTTATAGTGTAATATAATTATAGTATTAATAAATTATAGATGGAATATGTAAGAATAAAAAGTTGTCTAGCGAGATTATTTTGGAGACACTACCCAATGAAATTGTTTTAAATGAGATATTAAGAGCAATGGATCAGAGGACAGCATTTAACTTTCTTATGTCCAATGTTAAACATCGATATATGGTAGAGAAAAATTTTGAAAGATGTTTTCCTTCGAATAAATATTATAAATCACATAATCAAAATATTGGATATGCTAAAGTAGATATGGATAAGGTTGTTAGAGATGATGCTGTTCTGAATATAAAGAAGTTTATTTATGAGAGAAAAATGACTATACCAGATGTAATACATTATGCACAAATATCCAACAACTTTCAATTATTTAATGATTATAAGGATTTTATTGGAGTTTATGGGTTGACTATTCATAATCAACCTTTAGAAACCCAAAAAATTTATTTAGGAATTAATACCGGTATTATGCAAGAATATGCAAGAAGTAAATATAAAGATCCTAATTATGATAGTTCCTTTATGATATTGAGGGTATTAATATATAATATGGAAGAAAAGTTATTAGTAAGTGGAAATAGAAGTGGTAATATTGATGAATATACAGATTTATTGGTGGACTTTAGTTATGGATATGATGACGTTCTTAAAATTATTTTGGATAATATTTATATATCTACACATGAGATTAGTATTATAGCAGATAATAACAATTTACCATTCACCAAATATGCAATAGAAAAATATTTACAAAATGGAGGATTACTCTCTGACATAAATGATGATGATTTATTTATAGGAGTTATAAATGATGTGCCAACTATTGAATATATTCCAGTATTTAAATACCTATTATCAATACAGGGTATACCACATAATTTTCAAGAATTATATGATAAAATATTGAATAATGAAAGATTACAAGCAGATGAGAACCTTAGACATGAATTATTACAAGAAGTTGAGAAATATATAATGCAACTATAAAATTATTGATATCTTTTATCAATAATTTATTTTAACCATATACTACAAGGTTTAGCGATTCCATAATAGTACTTTATGATGCCATATATGAAAATAATCCAATATTTTCTTCTACAACAGGAATAAAAATATTAACTTCATGCATTGTATAATGTCTCATATAATTAATCTTTTTATAATATTTTATGAAGTAGTATACTTGGAAATGATTATTTGCATAATATCATTTACAATAATTATATTATATTATATGTATCATAGTTTTTCAGGGTGATAACTTTATAATCCTGGGTTCGCACTTACATTAACAATATCAATTTGGACATCGTACATTTTATTTGTTTATAATCTCTTACATAATTAATAAAATAATTGATTATATAATTATTTTATTAATTATATAATATATTGTAAAATGGATACCTTACCGAATGAAATTGTATTAAATGAGATATTGAGGTTCATGGATCAAAGGACAGCTTTAAACTTCTTAATGTCGAGCCCAAAATATAGACATATTGTAAAGGAGAATTTTGAGAAATATTTTTCATCTGATAGATATTATGTGTCACAAGATATTAAAACGACAAGAAAGCAAAATGATTATCCTAATGGATTGGATATTAAAAGATTAATTGCTGATGATGCAATTATTAATATGAAGAAATTTATTACGGACAGAAAGTTAAATATTGAAAACTTAATTTATTATGCTCAAATATTAGATAAATTTGAATTATTAGAGGAGTATAAAGGTTTTAGAGGGGCATATGGATTATATGAAGATAGATATTTCTCAACAAAAGGAAATATCTCTTATAGCACAACAAACGAGGTTTATTTGGCTATAAATTTAGGCTTCATTTCCGAATATGTTAGAACAAAGTCTGAGAATAGACAATATGATATATCATTGCGAATATTGAAATCATTATTAGATGGCATTGAAGAAAAATCTTTATTTGTAGATATGGATTTAAAGATTGAACTTGGGTATGATGATATTAATATATATAACTATATAATTAAAGAATTTTTACAAGATGAACATTATGATGTTGTTATCTTCATACTAGATAATATTTATGTATCTGAATTAATTCTAAACTACGTTATAGGTAATGGAGATTTAAAAATAACTAAGTACGCTCTTTCTAGATACGTTCAGGATGGAGGATCTATTAATTCTTTAAGCGTGGGTAATTTAGTTGGTTATCCTCTTTATGATAATGTTAATATGAAATATGTTCCCATATTCCAACATTTTCTAACATATCATAAAGATTATGATTTTAAATATTTATATAATGGAATTTTAGAAAATGAATATTTAAATGAAGAAGTTAGGGATGCATTATTGGATGAATTGAATAAATATTTATAAATTTGATTATATAATTATTTTATTAATTATATAATATATTGTAAAATGGATACCTTACCGAATGAAATTGTATTAAATGAGATATTGAGGTTCATGGATCAAAGGACAGCTTTAAACTTCTTAATGTCCAATGTTAAATATCGACATATCGTGGAGGAGAACTTCGAAAAATATTTTCCATCTGAGAAATATTATAAACCACAAGATAAAATAAGCAAGAAAGGTAAGAAGTTAATAGAAAATGGTATTTTTTGGTATAAAGAAGTAGATATGGATAAAGTAGTGAGAGACGATGCCGTTATTAATATAAAGAAGTTTATAAGTATGAGAATGATGACAATACCTAATATATTATATCATGCGCAAATAATGGATAATTTTGAGTTATTTAATGATTATAAAGATTTTATGGGAGTATACGGAATGCGTTTTGGTAAGGATGATGATAACGATGACGATCCAGAAACAGATAAAATTTATTTACAAAGGGATAGACAGTCACTCCATAATTATAAAATATCAAAATCTGAAGATCCTAGATATGATAGTTCATTAAGATTTTTAAAGATATTAATATATAATATGGAAGAAAAGTTATTGATGGGTGGAAGTAGAAGTAAAATTGATGAATATAGAGATATGTTAAGAGAGTTTTCTTTAGATGGATATAATGATGTTGTGAAGTTTATTCTAGATAATATTTATGTTTCTGATTATGATATTGGTATTATATCAGATACTAATAATTTAGATATGACAAAATATGCATTACAAAGATATATAGAAAATGGAGGATTATTATCGCAATTGGATAATGATTTGTTTATAGGGGCATCCGAAGGAGTTGTTGATATGGGATATATTCCTGTATTCCAATATTTATTATCGATTATTGATATACCTTATGATTTAAAGGATTTATACGATAGAATACATGATAATGAAGAATTGGATGAAGATGTTAGGGAAGCATTGATAAAAGAAATTAATAAATATTATGTTGAATTATATTGATATATTAATATAATAAAATTATTATATTAAGATAATTAAATGGATTTAATACCAACGGAACTTGTCTTGAATGAAATATTAAACAAACTAGATGAGAGAAGTGCACTATCATTTCTTATGTCCTCTCCCAAATATAGACATATAATAGAGAATAACATAGATACATACTATCCAATTCATGGCGATGATGATATATATAAAATATTATCCAAAGATAAAATAATTACTTTAGGTAGACAATTATTGCAAGGATATGTTGATCATCATCTAGTGTTGACTGCTTCTGTGATTGTCGGCAATTCTTTGGTAGTAAATGATTATTCTAAATTTATAGAGTATTCAACGGATATTAGTACTTCTCTTGGAATAAATAGGACATACGATACATTGTTTGAATACTATAAGAATGAAAAATCGATGAGCACAATATTTGATAGTAATAACAATATAATAGAAAATAAATATGATAGTAATAATGCTATATTAAACACATTATTAAATAGATATGAAGAATACATATTGTATATGGGAAAAGAGGAAAGAGAAAAATCAGAAAATTTATATACTAATTTATTGTTTGGGTTAATGGATGCTAGATTATACGATGTTGTACAACTTATTCTGAGAAATATATATGTAAATGTCGGAGTATTATATGTTATTTCTGGTTATGATGATTTGGGAATGGTTCAATATGCGATGGAACGATATATACAAGATGGAGGAACATATGATAATATAAACTATAACTTTTTATTTGATGTAGAAACTAATTATAAAGATTCTCGTTATGCAGATGTAATGAAATATTTATTTACTCTTCCCATAAAATATGATTATTTAGATATACATAACCAAATTATAAATAATATTGAAATAGATGAGGAAGACAAAAAGATTTTATTATCAACCATTCCAAATTCATAAGTAAATATATTTCTTATAATCGACAAATGAAGAAAAGAAGAGTGGAAGAGGAATTTGGAGATGACAGCGTTAAATATATTAATCAACTATTATCTCTAAGTTGTAAATTATCTTATATATATAATGATATTGAAATTATATATATATATATATATATATATATATATAAATGAATTAAATTATAAAATTTAGACATCAAAAGATTTATATTAATTTTTATCTTTTCATATTTTATATAATTACGAACTTCATAAACATAAAATTTTTTATTCGCTTATCTCGCTTGCGCTCTTGTTCTTATAAATGACCTTAAGGTCATTTATAAGATATAGAGAGAATATCTTAATATAAGAAGATAATTTTATGAACTTTGTTTGTGGCGATAGTTTAAAATTTCTGTTGGACTTAATTCATCAAATACCAATTTAACATTAACAATATTCATAATTAACATTTTAATTTTATGTTACATAAAAAATGGAGACACTACCAACAGAAATCGTATTAAATGAAATTTTATCCAAAATCGACCAAGTAACTTCATTATCATATTTAATGGCAACCCCTAAATATAGACATCTTGTAGAGTCTAATATAAACAAATACTTTCCTATTTCAAATCGTTTAACAACAAAGGAATTATCTGAGATAGTTAGAAAAAATGAGGTTATTACATTGGCACGGTTACTAATCAATAATGATTTAAATAATATCGACTTATTAAATATTATTATGGATACTCAAAATGTAACACTCTTGGAAAAATATAAATCTTTTATTAAGTACAATTACCGTTCTAATAATGATACTAGTCGTAAAATAAGTTCACTTCTCGGACGTTATGCTAATAGTAAAATTAGGGATATAGTGGATGATGATAATGAGAATTATACAACTAGTACTTATGATTCTACTAACCAAATACTAAAGATTTTATTGGAAGAATCAGAGGAGTATATATTATATACAGGACTTACCGAAAGAAACTTTAAAGAAGAAGTTTATAGAGATATGTTCTTGAATTTAATGGATGTAAGGTTATACGAAACTTGCAGATTTATTTTGAGTATAATATATGTATCTGTTGATGTATTATCTATTATTACAAGATATGATGATTTAGATACAGTAAAGTATGCAATGGAAAGATATATACAAGATGGAGGAAGTTATAATGACATTGATTATTATGTAATATTAGAAAACTTATTTACTAATCCTGTCGGAGATCGATATGTTTATATTTTGGATTATCTATTTTCTTTGCCTATAAAATATGATTATTCTAATATATATAATGAGACAGAAGCTAATGGTCAAATAGATGATGATGTTAAACAATTATTATTATCGTATATACCTCAAGAAAATTGATTATTAATGGAAGATGGTAATTATATATTAGAATGGAGGAAAGAAGAGTGGAAGAAGAATTTGGAGATTATAGAGTCTCTATTTTAGTCTCTATGAGCACATGGTTGGACTTTGGGGATGATGTAACTTTAGATGGATATAAGTATATAATGCATGAAGATTCCTGTTCTAGTGGAAATAGATTTAAAGCATTTATTCCTAAACCTGGGGAACCTCACTGTGGAGATTGTACAAAAGTATCGGCACCATGTATTCGATGTCATATGGAAAGAGAAGTGGATGAAGCAAATGAGAAGTTAGAGTTGTTATCCATGCATGATGGATTAACGTTCACTGATTTGGTTGCTATACGTTTATGTGCGGCTATGGAATTTAATGCATGTATGAAGAAATGGGAAGAAGAGGGATTCCGTCCCCCACTCCCAGATAGTAATTATAATGTCTTTGAAGATATTGTACCATTATATTTGGATGGATCATATATTATATCGCCTGAGATTAAAAAGTTAGCAAAAGAATTAATTGAATATATTACTTCTAAGTTATAAAACTATTATATAATATATAATTATTTTATATATTATAGTTATCTCGTTTGATTGTTATACGGTGATACTATAGATAAAATAAAGATAGAGAGAAAGAAGGGATATTGAAGTTACGGAGTCAAATTATATATAATTCTATTTCATGCATAGGAATACATGAAAGAATTTCATAAAGTTATTATCCAAATTAGTAAATTTAGATATCAAAAGATCTATATTAATTTTTATATTCTCTTATTAGATTATTCTTTTAAGCTAATACAAAATTTTATATTATATAGATCCATAATTATATAATATATAAAATATTTTATTCTATAACTATTAATTATAAGACTGTGAAAATAAAATTTTGTATTAGCTTAAAAGAATAATCTAATAAGAGAATATAAAAATTAATATAGATCTTTTGATATCTAAATTTACTAATTTAGATGGTAACTTTACGAAATTTGTTCAGGGTCACACCTTATGAAATAGAATTATATATAATTTGACTCCATAACTTCAATATCCTTTCTTTCTCTCTATCTTTATTTTATCTATAGTATCATTTTATATCTTTTATTTTTTATAATACTTATGAAACTGCGTATTATAAAAAATAAAAGATATAAATAATATTAAATGTATAGAGTAAAATCATATATAGTTCTATTTCATGCATGGGTATACATTAATGAATTTTATATGATTACTATTTAAATTTGTTACTTTACATATCATAATACCTATATTAATTTTTATCTTCTATAATTTGGTTATTCTTTTATGGGAGTACAATTTTCCATCTTCCCAAATTCTACAATTACTAGTTATAGAATAAAAATATTTTATATATTATATAATTATAAATCCATAAAAATAAAATTTTATATTAGCTTAAAAGAATAATCTAACAAGAGAGAATAAAAAATAATATAGATCGTTTGATATCTAAATTAATGAATTTGGATAATAACTTTATAAAATTCACTAATGTATACCTATGCATAAAAGAGAATTATATATGATTTTACTCCATACATTTAATATCATTCTTGTCTTTTATTTTTTATAATATGTATTTTATAACCACATTCATATAATTTCATAATATTAATAAATAAAAAAGTTAGTAAATAAATGGTATGTTATCTATATTTAAATATAGATAACTATTTAAATTATAGACTATAGTATTAGGTATAGTCTATAATGTTATGTAATCTTATAATGTAATTATATTGTGTTATTTATTTTCATTCCTATTCTTATATTATATTATATATTTATAAACTATTATATATAATATAATATAATATAATTACATTATAAGATGAAGACAACGAAAAAATGTCATAATATCATATATTGATAATTTTAGTACTACAATGCGTATATTAATTAAAAATTAATATATAATGGATAAAAATTTTCGAAGGCGATAAGTTGTAAAAATTTTTTTGAAGAGGACAAGTTGTAAAAATATTTTTGAAGAGATCGAAGTTAAAAAAATTTTTTGAATAAGATGAGTTATAAAAATTTTTTGGAAGATGATGAAGTTGTAAAAAATTTTTTGGAAGAGGACAAGTTGTAAAAAATTTTTTGGAAGAGGACAAGTTGTAAAAAATTTTTTGAAGACGATGAGTTATAAAAATTTTTTGGAAGAGGATAAGTTATAAAATATTTTGGAAGGTTGAGTTGTAAAAAATTGGAAATGATTGATTTGTATAAATATTTTATCATCTCGATCTCTTTCCGCTTTCATCGAGGGATGCTGAAGAAATATATATTTACTTGTCATTAACTATTATGATATAATTAGTGTTATAACACCATATATTCTAATAACTATATTACAATCAAATAATCGACACTAATATTACTATAATTACTAAATTTTAATATAATAGAAAAAAGATAAATATATTATTTCCTTCTTATTTATATAAAATATTTTTTTAAGAGATTACAGTTTATAAAATTTAAAATAATCTCTTAAACAAATATTTTGTATAAATAAGAAGAATGTGGTATGTAACCTTCCTTGTATGTTAATATAATATCTAGTAACAAAGTACATATACAAGATACGATTACTAATGGTAATAATATTATATTGAATTATCATCACAACATATAGTATATATTATTATCATCTATATTATCATCCGCAAATAAGAAAAGTTATATTCCCATAAATTTATCATTATACTTTCTATTGGTGTCTTACTCTCTATCTCAGCTTTTGAAGAAAGATAAAAATTTTTATAACTTCATTATCTTTATTTGCTCGCAATATCTCATCTCGTCCTCCAAGAACGAATGAGAAGAATTTTTTTTAATCTTATCATCTTTAAAAAATTTTTTATAACTCATCATCTTCAAAAAATTTTTTATAACTCATCATCTTCAAAAAATTTTTTATAACTCATCATCTTCAAAAAATTTTTTATAACTCATCATCTTCAAAAAATTTTTTATAACTCATCATCTTCAAAAATTTTTTATATAACATATCCTCTTCACTCGCTCGCGCTCTGCAAGAGGATTTTTTATAGCTCCAACGTCTTCAAAATATATTAATTTGTAATTAATATATGTATTTCAGTATCAAATTATATTATGTTTAAATTAATCGTTTATATTTTACATACTTGTGTTTTTGTTTTGTTATATATATATTATTATATAAAGTATATAAATTATTATATATAATATCCTAAGACAGACAAGAATATAACTATAAATATAATATAATTTTGCACTGAAACTATATATTAATTAATAATTTCGCAAAAGTGTTTGTATGATTATCTACTTATCTTTATAATCTTCATAACTTACATTCCATTATTTAATAAGTTTTATAATAAAACATAAAATGGTACAGATATAATAGATATATTTATACATAAATTTGTTCTGATGGGATAGTATACATCAATAAATTTCATAAATTTGTGATTGAATTCATTGATTTGGACACATTGGTAACTATATTGATTTATATCTTATATTATTAAAATATTCTTTTATGACTTCGTAGATGATAATAAAATTTGTTGTTCATAATTAATAGTTATACAATTGCGTGATCAATTATCTAATTGATCATATAATTATAATTTTATTTTTACATAAATATTATGAATAGTATACCTAGTGAGTTAATATATAATATATTAAAATATCTGGATAGTAAGAATATGTTAAGCGTGGCATATGTAAGTAAATATTTTTCTAATTGTGTCTTATCCTTCACTAAAGATATAGATTTAACATATTTATTACAATATGTATTTTTAAAAGATAACTCTAACTTACTTAAAATAAATATTGATAAGATATCAAATTATGTGTATTACGAATTTGTGTCCTTATATATTGATGTATTTGAAAAACGTAAAAGTAACAACCATGGAAACGTTTTGTTATTTTTAGATACTATATTCTCTTCTACGATTAATCCTATTTATATATATTATATAGTAAGTAAATATGGAGATTATCTTCATCAAACTATATTAAATAACTACATTAGTACTAATTTTAAAAATGTAAATAACGAATTAGTATTAAATCCTGGAATCGATAAGGTACTAGATATTTATATTTCTTCTTTCAGCACAAATAAATTTTATAATGTATGTGAGGGATTTAAACATACATATACATTTATATACGATCATATAGTTAGACATAAATCTGTTCAATATTATTATTATACATACCCTATACAATTATTTTCCTTATTTATATGCACATGGGATACTTATATGCGTGATATAAATTTTTGTAAGAATTCTAATGATACAATAGGAAGGATATTAATAGATATTCTAGAGACGGAGGTTATGATAGACATTAATTGTATGGAAAATAAAATATTACATATGGTTTGCAATATACCTTGTGTTGTTTCTTTTCTTTATAAGTTATGTGCGAAAGAACAATATCAAATACAAGATATAATATATAATAGGATAGGAATTAATATATTGTGCATGCATGATTTGATATATACGGATCATATAGATATATTACATAATCTTAATATTAGTAAAATAGATAAGGGAAACAAGGAAGATACAAGTAATTATATAGTACGAAGGGTGATAAAGAATGATGACGTGGATCAATTTATTGATATATATGATAAGGTTGGTATTGATATCATTAAGTTATATATTAAAGAATATCTACCATTAAATATTTTATATTATATATCAACTATTGAGGATAACATACTTCCAATTTGTGTGTCGGAAGAGGATGTTGTGTATAATCTTTCAAGGGATATATTAGTGGAAAATAATTTTATTGTAATTGTGTAGTACGTTATATAATTATAATTTCTTATGGTTCTGTCGGTTATTATGTAAAAATTATAAGTTTTACTTTATAATTTTTTCTGATTTGTCATGCTTTTATTATAAAATACAAACTATTCTCGTAACCTTTTGTATTTTACAATTTAACTATAAATTATAATCCTCCTCTTATAATAATTATATAATTTGTTAATATAATAAAAATATAGTATTGGTATTACGTATTAATTTTTATATAAATTTGATTCCATGTATACCACCTCATGAAATTTTTATATAAAAATATTATCTAAATTATATAATTTAGATAACATAAGTACTATACTGAATTAGTTGAGATAATTTAATTTATTCCTTTAAGCTATTATAATTTTTATTCTTGTCAGACTTTGTATAATATATAGTTTATATAAATTCGTAGATAATTTTTTATTATGTATAATTACAAAGTCTCATAAGAATAAAAATTATAATAGCTTAAAAGAATAACTTGAAATACATTGAATAATTTTAATATAGTACTTATGGTATCTAAATTATATAATTTAAATAATATTTTTATATAAAATTTCATGAGGTGGTATACTTGGGACATAATTTTATATATTTTATGTATATAAGGTTAATACTATATTTTAATTCCATTTACAAATTATATAATATAATCTTTATTATTATCATCACATTAATATAAAGTAATAATATTTGATTATAAGAAGTTATAAATATATAAAGTAAATCTTAGTTACATATTAAATAGAATGTCGAATTATATAATAACTTATAAAATATGATTATTGAAGATATTATATGATATTACTTATATGATTCTAATTTTACATCATTTTTATTTCAAGTATACTACCACATGAGACATTTATATAAAAATATTATCTAAATTATATAATTTAGATACCATAAGTACTATATTAAAATTATTCAATATATTTCAAGTTATTCTTTTAAGTCACTGTAATTTTTCAACTTTCACGATTTAGCAATTATACATAATAAAAAATTATTTACGAAGTTATATAAACTATATATTATACAAAGTCTGACAAGAATAAAAATTATAATAGCTTAAAAGAATAAATTAAATTACATTTAACAATTTTAATATAGTACTTGCGCTATCTAAATTATAGAATTTAGATAAAACTTATATGAGATTATATATATTTTAACAATATACTTTAATATGATATTATGTTATCATATTGATAATAGTTATATGAATATGAAGTACTGACAATCATGATTATGCATAAAGTTTATTTAACGATAAGACATTATGATATGAATTTATATATGGAATCAACGTATTATGGGCAGAACTGGCTAAAGACAAACGATATACCAATGCTGTATACAAAGACATATAAATATATGCAATAGCTATGATCAAAATTCTCTCGTATAATTTATTTATGCTTTCGTTATTATTTTTAATAACGAGTAGACATTATTGGATATTAATTCCTGTCTATCAATATCATAACACTAATTTATAAGGTTAGAGTTTAATGTTATATGGAATTATCTACATTATATCATGTAATGTTATTATTTATAATGCTATCTGTATTAATATTTAATATCTAACAAATGATTAATATAGGATATTAAGGTATAAAATATTTCTAATATTATCATTTACTAGTTGAATATTATGGGACGATATATAGATTTATATAATAAAATATTTTATTATATAGATTTATAATATTATAAATTATCAATTCCATCAGGAGCCACATAATCAATATATTCTTGTAATGTATCAGAATTGGATGTAGATAATGTAAGACGATATACTAATGCAGTATAAATATTAACTGAAATATATCCTAATTCTCCAGCTTGTGTAAGTAATTCATTATAGAATTTATCTATACTCTCTTTATTTTTTCCTTTAGTTATTATTGATAGGACACTCCACATATTATTTGGTAATAAATTTATCATATCTAGAGCTAATAATTCTGTGTTCGCATTATCGACATTAATATCATACAACCAATTAATTAATTTCGAGTTTAGTGTCCTCAGAGCTACATGTCCCACAGATTCCACAACAGAATCCCTATCGTTATCAACTTGCATTCTTATTAACTGGACATCCAAATTATCATTGACAAAATATGGAACAAAATATCTATGTGTGAGATCTCCATTATATATATCTCTGAAGTCATCGAACTCCAAAATTTGATTCTTATAATTATTAAAGAATAAGGTTGGATATTCAGATCCACTTATTAATGCACCAGAATCATATCTTTGTGTTCCACGATATCCTCTAGTTATGACATCATTATTATCGTCACTATATAAAAGATAAGACGCAAGCAATGCTTGATCAGTACCCATTCCAGAGTTGTTAGCTACATCATACACAATGTCAATTCCAAAATTTTTTCCTTTCAATAAATCTTTTATCCTATCAGACCCAAAAATAAAACCATATTTATTCATCAAAGTATCATAAACATCTTTCCTATTATATGCTAAACATAAATAATATATATCATGTAATAAACTATTCCTCCCATTATCAACTATATGGTCAATTAATTTCATAATATCATTCAGATGGTAATATAAAGAAAAGACTCTTTCCAATATATCGCCCATATTTAAAATACCTCTAATACCGACATTTATTTTATCTATAGTTTTAGTATTAGGATATATATGATTAAATAGATCAATAACCAAACTTTCATCCATAGATGGGATTAAAGGATAATTTCCAATATGATATAATATCATAGCTTTCCTTATTAAGTCATTTCCTTTAATTGTATCAGCAACATCGATAAGTTTACTATCATATATTGTCTTAGCTAAAGATAATGATTGACCTTTAGGAACTTGATTCTTAATACTTGATAGATTTCCAACAAAGAATTTATTTAAGAAATATCTATCAAATTCATTACTTTTACATACATTGCGCATTGCATTGTCAATACCGCAATAATTTGATATTTCTGTAGGAGTTAAGTCATTAAAGATCGTCATGATATTATCATTAACTAGAGTAACAGGTTGATATGACATATTACTTTACATAATGTAATAAATTGTTTCAAAATAATTTAATTATCTTGCAAAAGCGAGAAGATGATCCCATCATTAAGAACGTACGAACGAGATTTACAAAGACATTTTAATACAAGAATACATTCTAAATATCCATATATATTTATGGAACGACATATAGATCCAAATTTAGTAGAAGATAACAATCTTCTAATTCGTGTTTATAATAATGATATCACTTATCTAACATATTTATTTGATCAAAATACAGACTCTATAACAAGAACTAAATATGGATTCTATAATGAGAAACCAGAAACGACAGAATATGTCGGAATGATATCTAATATGCCAAGTGGTTATATAGTTGACGATATGTTAAATATTATAGAATCAGAATTAGTTAATAATAATGATGAAGATGATAAAACTTATGGAAATTATATATACGATTTTACATATCTTATTCCTAAAAATTTACTTGTTCAAGATGAAAATAATTTGGTTATGATACCAGAGACATTTAATAATATTAAGAATTACATTAATGAATCCTTAAATATTGAAACTTCTGAATTAATAGATAATGATGTTAATGACACATATAAAGATCAGATAGCAAACTTCCTTTCATCAATACCAGAAGATTTTGTTGTTTTTGATAAAAATGATGTTATTTTAATCCCAGAAACCTTTACTAAAATTAAAAATTACATTAATAATTCCTTAAAACGCAAAGTTTAAACTTACTACACATAATCATTATTATCTTATATGATATAAGATAATATCTATTACTCTTTAAATATATGTAAGGTTGGATATCGTGTGTTGAAGTATTGTGGTGGTATAACATATTTCCTTCCACATAAAACAATATTCAATACATCATAATAGACAACATCATTTAAATTATAATCATGATAATCAAGACATAAGTTACTAACATCTATATTATTTTCTATACTCCATATAAATTTATAATATATACAAGCATACACAACTCCACTATTACATTTTAATATATTATTAATTCTATTCTTATCTAATTTAATCCTATGTAAATAATTAATAAATATATTATGTGGTATAATATTTTGTATTAGGATTAAATTATTTGGAGTATAACATATTAACCCATCATCTGTCAACACATCCAATATTTTATATATTCTCTCATTATATTCTTCATATTGTCGACAGCCAATTAATACTTGCACTGCATATTTACATATACTATACATAATAGAATAAGGTAATGGAGTTCCTGTCTCTAATATATATGATATTCTTATATAATTTAACCAATATTTTTCATCGTCGGTTTTTATCCATGATATAGAATATTTCTTCCATAAAAAATCAACATTACATGATGATGAATACCAAACAAAATTGGATATATTAGTTCCATTCCATATATTAAATTTATTCATAAAATTAATATATGAAGCCATAGGATTTTTAATCTTATTATGAGAAATAAGTAAATTAAAATGCGAGCCACCATGATTGATATAAGAAGCATAAGTACTTATAACTATAAAATTTAAATCCCTAAAGATAACTGAATGTAATAATGATCCCATTGATTTACCAACCACATGCTCATATGTTAAGAATATAATATAGCAATAATAATTTAAAACGTGACTTATAAATGATTTATAATTGGAATTATATCTTTTCTTAACCATATCAATTTCCTTCGCCACATCCCATCTATTATATTTTATTAATAAAACAAAAATGTCATATATAAATAAATTATAAGGCTTAATATCCCTTATACATTTTAATATTATATCTTTATCATATTTTCTATATAACATATATTGAAAGTGAGGCAACGTTGAATATATATCATTAAATATGAGACTATCCGATAATGATGACATAGGATAAAATCTTGATGTTATATTAGTTAGAGTTTCCATAGATAAATTAGATAATTTAGAATGTAAATTATCTGTAAATGATCCAATATATGAAGTTATAAACTTATCTTTATCATTGTTTATACTATTGTGCATTTCATATTTTATTATTATAAAAATACCTTTTTATAATCATTTTATATATTCCTATGCGGTAATGTAATATATCACATGTTTTATAAACATGTAAATTCTTGGTAATTTTATAGATTCATCTTGGATAGAATCATATTTAATAAGACATCATCATCATCGTACAGTATATCATATAAAGTATTATTTAATGTCCCATCCAATAACATTTTATAAATTAATCCCTTTGATGCATCCTTGTATCTATTCTCATCTTCATTCTCATCTTCACATTTATTCTCATATTTTTCTGTTAAAATTAAATCTCTGAGAGACATATCTAATTTATTGTGTGCTTTCGCACGAACCTCTTGTCCATTATTAATATCTTTAGTTATTTGAAATTGTAAAGATTTAAGATCATCATATTCCTCATCATTATATGTATAAATCCAACAATCATCAATGAATGTTTTAGTAACACCGAAATTCTCTAAGTTGATTTCTTCCATTGTTTATATATCTTTCTCAAATAATATAAGTTAATAATTATATTATCAATTTATTTACAACCAATTTCTTTTATCTATATCTCTAAAATTAGGTTCATACATAATACAATTAAGATAATCTTGTAATTTATATAATACATCATCCTTAGGATTCTTAAATATATTGTATTCAGGAACGTATATTGCATTCCCATAATTACAAATACAATTAGAAGGTGTATCTTCTATTATTAATGTATTATCCTTATTAAATCCCATCTTTTTATATTTATTTTTTCTCCATATTTTCACTAATTTTTTCCGTATAAAGGTATCACAAGAAAATTCACCAAAAGATTCACCACATGTTATAGTGCAATCTTCATATGAATTAATAAATGTAAAATTACATCCATATGGTTTTATATTTTGTGATATATAATTGGCATAAGTATCTGAGGCTGCAGTCCAAATTGATACGGTGTCAAAATTATCAAAACAAAAATTCATAAAGTCATCCAAGTATGGACGTTTATATACCTTAAATACTCTATTTTGAAAATTAGGTAATTGTGTGCTTGGACCAGGTTCCGTCGTATATAAAGTATGTAATAATGTCCCATCAATATCCAATATTATATGTCTATTCTTCATATTTACATATTAAAATATTTTAATTTTATTAATTATCATTTTAATTATATGTATTTAATAACATCATATAATTATAATTATAATTATATAGGTGTCCAATATATAATAATTTTCTCATGAAATTATAGAAAGAAATATCAATCTATTATATGATGGATTATATCTAATTATCATTTATAATTATCTTTAATTATAAATAAAATAATAATATATAAATGGAAGGACAGATAGATAATTTATTGCATATGTATATATCAGGCGTAAACTATAGTTATCCAATAATTACCATCCCAAATTTAATAATGTATAATTCCTTATATAGGGACGTAATATTACGAAGATTACCGTATATTATATCTCTATATCCAAATATTTTTCCTACTTATGGAACAATAATTAAAAAGGATGATTTTTATTATATTAGAATAGACGATAAAGGATCTTATACTAATTTATTATATCCTTTATTAGCCAGCATGGAATATGGATATGGATATAATAAATTAATCCCACAAAATTATGTACCTCCTGTTAGTCCTGGGTTTGTTGATATGTTTAAATCTCCATCACCTGTAGGTTCTCATATCTCAATTTCTCAAAAGATTAACCCTCAACTAGTTGGTAATACAGTCAATTTTCAAATAGATTTAGGTAAAGGCATAACAGATTATGCATCTTTAGATGGAGGAGTTATTCCTTCTCCTTTTAACCCATGGTTATATCCATTACGTTGGTATTTATTAAATGTTACAGGACTTCCATCAGAACTATTTATTAATTATAAATTTAATTCTCACATTACTATTGGAGTTTTAGCATATCTTTCCACTCAATCTCCGATATTATCTACTAAATATTGAACATCACCTATCTTTGTACTAATACTATTTTCTAATCTATTATTATTATAATCATACTTACTATTTACAAATAATATTAGGTTGGATAAGTCTCCTAATCCCATATCTTTTATATTTGGTTTCTTATAAGTATATAAATATATTATTCTCTTTGGTAAGGATTTTATCTCGCTTTGTTCTTCAAGAGGAAATGGGGATAAGGAATGGAAATAATATAGGATAGATTGTTTGAGAGAATAATATTTATCCACTCCCAATTCCATACACTCATTAGAAAATAATGGATTATTACAAATTTCTATGACATTATAATCACCTACTGATTCTATTACATCTCGGGATGTAGGTATATATTTTCTATCAAAGATTCCAGTTTTAAGATATTTAATAAGGGTAGTTTTACCACTTCCAACTTCTCCTGTTATAATTATAGTCTTCCTCATATTTTCAACTACGGTATATAATGTTTATAATTTATCAATTTTTTACTATATCGATGTTCATAAAATCATATTTATAACTTTATGTAGATAAACTGATTTTTAAATATAAATTTGTTATAATATAAATGTCTATAAGTTTAGAGAAAGTAAGTAAGGAAACTTATGATATATTGCAGTTAATAGCAAATAAATTTAATATTACCATGGAGCAATTAGTCCATACGGTTAATAGTCCATCATGTTGACATCTCATCTTGTTAACAAGATAAAATAGCGGTTTATGATAGGAAGGTAACTGTTAAGGGACATGAATATAGTAAAGGTGATAGATGTAAGAATCCACCAGAAACGGATCAAATGTTTTGTAAGAATCATATGAGAAAGATTGAAGGAACAACAACTACAGTGGAATTAAATACAGGGAAAATTATAGATAGAAAGATAGTTTTAGTTCCAAAAATTGGGTATTGTATTATAACAGAGGAAAAATGGAAGGATAAGGGTCAAGAGAAGAGCAATATTACGAGAAGTGTTCAATTGCATAAAGGATGTGAGACATCCTTTAATACTGCATTACAAGACGGTACTATATTAAATATGTTACAATAAATAGATAATTATAATGTTATCTATAATAGTTTATTATGTAAATATTATATCTCTTATTAGTTATAATTATAAATTTATAATTATATGCAATCCTTTATTATGTAAATATTATATCTCTCGTTAGTTATAATTATAAATTTATAATTATAGTAATCATTTATATGAAGATATTATTCTATATGAATTACGTTACATTATAGATGATTTCTTATATTTTAAAATATAAGAATTACATATACTAATAACTATATGTCAAATTATCTTCTCTTATTATATTATTCTTTTAAGAAGTTATAAAATTCAATGTTATGATTATTGTATAAGATAGTTTATTAAAAATTATTATATATACTTCCACAATAATCATAACTCCTTAAAAGAATAATATAATAAGAGAAGATAATTTGACATATAGTTATTAGTATATGTAATTTTTATATTTTGTATCTCAAAATATTAAAAAAAGTTCAATGAGTGATACACATGGAATCATTTTAATATAACAATTACTCCAAACTATTAATACCAATTCATTCTTTGTATTTATAGATTATCAGAATTATAATCTATCATTATCATGATAATGATAGAAACTAATAATTTTATTATAACTTATATTAAGTTATAATATATATTAATTTAAACATTGGCATACATATTGTCGACAGGTTTTAAGTAATAAACCTTTCCATCCTTTGACCCCTGAAAATATTCTGGATGTTCTAGATATGCAGTATAAATGTTTGTCAATAATAAGGTCTTTTCCTCCTTATTATATTTATATGGTTCCCCATCAAACGTCCCTAATCTCCAACAATCTAAAAACTTAGGTTTGTACCCATCACACACACTAAATGCTGCATAATACTCCACATACTCCATACCACAAGATTGATAAATGCTAACAATATGTCTGTGTCTATTACTAATATCAACTTCAATATTACCATCAGGAACTAACACACCATAATCATCCTCTTCTATTTCCTTGGTTGTCTTATCGGAATATGAAATAACATCATCTACACTCTTACAGTCATAAATATTCTTCAGTTCTTGTCCGGTAGTTTCCATTGTTCTAGATCTTTTTATTCTAATAAAATATATAATAAAATATCAATTAGTTGAGTCCCACTGGGTCCTCATAACTTACGACATAACCATAACACCATTTTAATAATATAGCAACATATAATATTTTAATGTCAGTATAAATAGTCTTGATATTTTACGTATATGAGTATTATATGATAATAAAATGATTTTTAATTGGGGAATGCTGAAAATAAAATGACAGTTGATTGTTTTTCAATAGAGACACAGTTACATTTATGTTATGTAGTCCAACACATAGCATTTTGTAATATAATATGTGAAATTCCAGTCGAAGGAGCAGGAGGTATCCTATTAAATGACAATAAGGAATATACGGTTATGGTAGAAAGTAATCCAGATTATTTTAGTATTAGCAGAGGTAAAAGATCTGGCATTCATGAAATTGAATATCCAGGTGGCAAAACCGAAGATGGAGAAACTTCCGTAGAAACTGCCATCAGAGAAATATACGAAGAAACAGGAATTGTAATCACACCATACCAAATAATAAATTATGTGGTAAATATAAATCCTAAAAATTTAGGAGTTTATCTATTTAAAATTATATTAACTAATGAACAATGGGATAATATTCATGTATATTCCAACTCCCTAAGAAGAAAATATATTATGAATAAGGATAAGACAGAAACTATGGGATTACAAATTATTCCATTACATAATGTAATAGAACTAATTAAGAATGACAACAATTCTTTATACGTTAAAGAATATAATGAGATGGTAAATATTAGACCTTTTAATAAATTTTTATTAAGAAAGATGATAGATACTAACATACTAACATAGATTCTTCTGGAAGTAGTGGGTATAATAATTTCTTTTTAATTATGGTATTCCTTAAAGTTTCTAACATAATCTTAATTTCATTGCTAATAATCCCGGATATGTTATCATCCAAAATTAAATTATTATCGATCTTAATTACGGCCGCTGGACATTGAAAGGTAACATTACCATCCTTTAGATAACATTTAAACACCGTCTTGTCGGAATTATTCCAATCATGAAACTTTGCGTATTGTCCTTTATACATTCCTCTAATAAAGAAGATATAATCATCTGTACATAAATTTTCTTTATTATATTGAGATAATAGTTCTTCCATTTTGCAAATAATCAATTTATAAAATTGATAATCAATTTATAAAATATCAAAATATAGAGAGTATACATCAATGAGTAATTATTTTGACATTTATAATAATAATATTAGAGATTTCTGCAAACAATTAAAGGATTGTTATTATGAAGTCTATGGTAGTAATAATAATCCAGAATACGGAGAAATTATATCGTGGGCTGCTAATATGACAATGGAGATAATCAGCAACACTGATGCTTTATATCATAATGTAGAACATACTATGCATGTGACTTTAGTAGGGCAAGAGATTTTAAGAGGAAAACATATTAGAGAAACTGTTAGTCCATATAATTGGTTACATTTTATTATTTCTCTTCTATGTCATGATATTGGATACGTTAAAGGCGCATGCAGGGAAGATGATTTAAACGAAGGATTATTCGCAGATGGTAAGGGTGGGATGGTTAAAATTAATATGGATGGTACGGATGCGTCATTAACTCCTTATCATGTCAGTAGAGGAAGATGGTTTGTTGTGGATAGATTCGCAGGACATAAAATTATCAATCCTAATATTATTATGGAGAATATCGAACTAACAAGATTTCCGGTTCCTGATGATGAAGATCATAAAGATACGACTAATTATCCAGGATTGGTCAGGGCGGCCGATCTATTAGGTCAATTAAGTGATATAAAATATACAAATAAGACAGCGGCATTATTTTATGAGTTTGAAGAAACGGGGGAAAACAAGAAGAGAGGATGGGCGACACCAGGAGATGTTAAGAGATCATATCCTACATTCTTTTGGAACTGTGTGATGAAATATGTGGGTCCGGCAATTGAGCATCTTAAGTTAACACAAAACGGTAAGAAGTATATTAATAGTTTATATTCTCAAGTATTCCAAGCTGAGCATAACTTACATTAATTTAATATGAAGGAGGAATTATATAATCTATAAAGATAATTATATAGGATAAGATTAAAGACAATTATATAATCTATAATCTATAAAGATAATTATATAGGATAAGATTAAAGACAATTATATAATCTATAATCTATAAAGATAATTATATAGGATAAGATTAAAGACAATTATATAATCTATAATCTATAAAGATAATCTATAAAGATAATTATATAGGATAAGATTAAAGACAATTATATAACTACAAAGACAATTATATAATTTATAATAGTAATAAATACTTATTAGGATCTATAAAGACAATTATATAATCTATAATCTATAATCTATAAAGATAATTATATAATCTATAAGATAATTATATAATCTATAACAGTAATAAATACTTATTAGGATCTATAAGTTATATTATATAATCTATAAAGACAATTATATAATCTATAAAGATAATTATATAGGATAAGATTAAAGATAATTATATAATCTATAATAAAGATTATATAATCTGTAATCTATAAAGACAATTATATAATTTATAAAGATAATTATATAATCTATAAAGTATAATCTATAAACATAATTATATAACTATAAAGATAATTATATAACTATAAAGATAATTATATAACTATAGGGATAATTATATAACTATAAAGACAATTATATAACTACAAAGACAATTATATAATCTATAAAGACAATTATATAATATATAATAACGATTATATAATCTATAACAGTTATATAATCTATAATCTAAAGGATAATTATATAACTACAAAGACAATTATATAATCTATAATCTATAAAGATAATTATATAACTACAAAGACAATTATATAATTATAATAACAATTATATAATCATAAGATAATTATATAATTTATTCTTTTTTTATGATTATTAATTGTTATATATCTTGGTAAATTTATATGTTAAATAATAATCTCCAATTCTACACCATCCATTATTTCAAAGATGCCTAACAATTTCAAACATTTATTATTGTTTCTTGGTTATTTGGAAGATTTTTCAGTGCACTCCTTGCTTCAATAGCAATATTTTCTAAATTATTAGTGTCAAACAAACTTCCTGGAGCTAATTTATCCATCAAAATGAATACTTCATGTGGTTGACTTAACCATGTAAGGACCTCAATGCGTTTTAATTTTATAGCACTAATAAGTATTCCCCTAAATAACATCATGGATCTATATACAAGATAAAACTTACTAATTTCTTCAATTGTTCCCTCAGCAACTACCTTATCACGACTTTTAGATAATGCTTCCCCACTATTATTAATAGAAATGTATTTGGTAGGAATAGTCCATCCATAAGTCGTAGGAGTATGAGGTGTAGAAAAAAGGCTTCCCATTTGAAATGTTGTTACTTTAATTTAAAAAAAGTTTTAAATTATCATTTTATTCTCATATTATAAATTGTAATATATAATATATTATATAATATATTATATGAAAGAGGTATTAAGATGAATTAAATTTATATTCAACTCGCACTTCCTTCCATGTCTTCTTAAACTCATATCCATTATACTTAGTGATTTTCTCTCTTGGTAATTTTGTATACTTAGCAGTAAAATTAATATTATATAAATATTCTATTAAAAATTTACATCCCACTAATTCATAATCTTCTGTCCATTTAGGTAATAATAAATCAAAATTTCCTTCTCCCTTTTTTCCATTATTCCACATATGACTAACCATTTCCTCATGATATTGATCACAATTATAATACTTAAAATTACCCATTTTCTTATCCGTGGCCATAATAAGAAATCCTCTAAATCCCTCAAAATCTCTCATGGCACGCATTGCAAGTTTATACGAGAAGAAACCCTTTTGTTTAAGTGAAGCTTCAAAAGACATAGTTTATATTGTATATTGTCATTAATAATGATAAATAAACATTACATAATCAATTTTATATAAATTACTGAAATTTATAATTAAAATCAAGTTCCTGCATGTCGTTGCTACTATCATCAAAGAATTCATTAGAATTTTTATACGAGTATGATAACTTAAAATTATTAAAATATTTACTTAAAAATATGCATCCTTCTATATGATCTGGAGTTATTCTAGGAAAAAGCGTGACCTCAAAACTACCACTACTCTTAGGATTATTTTTATGTAGGTTAATAAGTTTATCGTTAAGTTCTGCACAAGATAAAAGTGAGAAATTTTCTTCTTTATTGTTAATCTTCGTTGATACAAAAGATTTGAACCCTTTGAAGTCTAATAATGCATGTCGAACAAATTTAAAAGAAAATAAACTTTTTCTATTTCCAAATACTTCCTCCATTATCTTATATATCTATTTACTTTTATCAATACATCATTTTATATAATCAATTTTATTAATTGATTATACAAAATAATATGTTAGTAAAAAGAAAGTTATATGCAAATACATAGTAATAAACATAATTTAAATTATGTTTCCCATAATCAAGATATGTCATGTTTTAACTTTGCTACAGATAATATTGTTCATGTCTGTGATACTAATCCATTTAAAACCAAATTTTCTACTAAGGTACAAACTGATTATGTCGATCACATCGAAAAAATATTTTTAGCGGAAATGTATTATAAAAGTAATATTATATTCGTTGTATATAGAAGTAATAAACATAAAGTTAGTATTTGGAATGATATTGAGAGAAAGTTTGTTGCCGAGTTAGAATTTAGAGAAGAAATTTGTAACTTACTAATAAGAAAGAACAAAATTATTGTTATTACTAATAAACATGTTTATATCTATAGTTTCACTGATCTAAAGATAATAGAATCTATAGAGACATACACCAATGATTTAGGTATATGCACCGCTAATATGATTGAAGATAATTTTGTATTAGCAGTTCCTGTGTCAATGGGTAATGTTAAAATATACAAAAGAAAAGATGGTAAAAATTTATTTTTTAATTTGGAAGTTCATGAAAGTTATATTAGATATTTATGTTTGGACAATTCTGGAAAATTATTAGCGACATGTTCTGAAAAAGGAACTATAATTAGAGTATTTGATGTAGAAAGTGGAGAAAAATTACATGAATTAAGAAGAGGAGGAAAGAAGGCTGATATTCAATGTATAAAATTTAATGATACAACATCTAAATTATGTGTATTATCTAATACAGGGACAGTGCATATATATGATTTAAGTTGTAAATCATCATTATCTTTGTTTAGTAATATATATAATAATGCAAAGAGAAGCGAATATAATATTTCTATACATGAAAAACTATCTATATGTTTCTTTATTGGAGATGATTTAGTCATATTGGGATCTAGTGGTAAGTATTATAAATATAAATTTGGTGGGGATAGTTATACATTAGAATCCACAGAACTATTTGTTGATGATCAATAATTATATATTATATATTATAATATATAATATCTATCTAATATTATTTAATTTTTAAAAGTTACTTGAACAATAGTTTTATCTGTACCATCTTGTTCTTTTAATAATAATCTATTTTGCCAAGGAAACACATCATTAATGGAATGTAATTTTTTGTATGTTGTTTTAGTAATCTTATTATCGTCCTTTGCTGATAGATTATGTAAAAAGGCACATCCATCTAATAATTTAAAGTTAAAATCTTTTGGTACATACATGGCAAACTTATTATCATCTTCCGATCTTTGAATTACATGTCTAATGTATGTTTCGCAAAGATTAAGTTGTCCATTAGATGACATTTTTACCATACGACCGAATGCGACAGGTTGTCGAATGGCAGTCATAAAAATTTTCCAGTTATCCATCTTTAATAATGTTTAGTATACCTTTACCTTTTATTAAAAAATAATTAATAAGTCACTTTATTCAAATTTTGTATAATATGCTCTAATATAATACATTCTATGTCTCTATATAAAAATTATATTATATGATATAATCTTTAATATAAGGATTACGTTGGGATTATTTAATCGAGGGGCATGGTATGAGTTAAATGTGGTGTCTTAAATAATACATCAACTAGTTTCATATTATTATCTATATTTAACACATCATATCTTGTACTGGATACGATAACTTCAGACACCATATTATTTGCTAAAGCACATCCGTCCAATAGCTTAGGGTTCATGTCTTTTGGAATATACATACTAAATCTATATCTATTTCCTTTAATGTGATCACTTTTACCATATTTATGTGCACTAACATATTCGTTAAATCCTCCCTTTTCTTTTATCTTATCAATATTAGATATATAATTATCGCATAAATGGTTAGCGCGATCCTTATTAGAGAATAGCATTAACATTCTAGTAAATTTGATAGGATTTAAAAATACCATCTTTAATAACTTAAAATTACTCTCCATATTCTATTATTGTCTATCTCTATTTTAATGTGTCTTATAATTATAAATCAATTTTATAATTATAAATTGATATATAATTATATAATATATATATACGTAAAATGGATGGATTACCTAATGAAATAATATTAACTATAATAAATATAATATTAGATAATTGTAAATTTATTAATACTACACATATAAGATATATAAATAAAAATTATAATAATATTTTTATGTATGCTATTAATAATTATAAAAATCCCATCATACAATTATATAAATATAATATATATGGTGATAATAAATTATTATCTAATATTGATTGTGATCATTGGTTGGATATTGGAAAAAAATGGATACATGGTTCCCCAGATGTATTAATTAAATTTTTAACTAAAGAACAAATTTCAGATTCAAGTAAACAAATTATATGTAATAATTTTATGAATGGAATAATATATACAGGATTTAATCCTAACATAATACAGAACTTAATACGATTAAGTAAAACGTATTTAAGAATAACGTTGCATACACCATCAGTAAATATAGTATTTAACAATTTAGATAATAAATTAAATTCTAAAATAAAGAAATCTATTAAAGTGTCTAGATATCAGGATTATAAAAAATATCCAAAATATTATAGATATGTACTAACACATTTATATGATCATATTTTATTAACCACCATGTACAAATGTTATCCAGAAAAAATGTTAAGTATGGTGACATCATTAAATTATACTAAATTCAATAATATAGGATATAACATATTCTTTAACCTTTTGGAACAAAATGTTGACGTCAGAAAACTAGAAAATGCGGCAATAGAGTATATGAAACTAAATTATAACCTGGTATATGAATATATAATAAATGGTATAAAATATAAAATATGATACTTATGAACTAATAATATTTTTTAGAGGTGGAATATTCTACCTCAACTAATTTCTCTCCCTTTTTCTTATCAAATCCTCCTAACATAACATTGTCAACATACGATGTCTTTGTAATGGCAAAATTAGAAAGATAATTGTATGCTAATGCACAACCATCTAAGGCTCGAACATCTAATTGTTCTGGAACTGAAAGATAGAACTTATTTGTAGTGTTTGTTTGATCTTTCACTCCTTCATTACGAAAAACATTTTTTATGTAGGAATCACAGACAGATTCATAATCATTATTACTTGCTAATAATGTCAGCATTCTAGTAAATTTAATTGGATGGTTGAGGATAGTCCAAATAGTCTTGCCGTGATTAATCGATTCCATTTTATCTATCTATTTGTCTATATTAAAATCATTTTATCTGTACAATGTAATTCAATTATAGGGACAAAATGATTTTAGTAAAACTAGAATGTAGAAAAGAAATTAAGATATGTGTGGTATTTGGGCCTTACTATCTCAGACTCCTATTCATCAATTAGGAAAGTTATGTGATTCATTTATGAAGAGCAAAGGAAGAGGACCAGAATATAGTAGTTTTGATCTTATCAATCCATATACATTATTAGGGTTTCATAGGTTGGCTATTATGGATCTTTCTGCAGATGGCAATCAACCATTTCATCATGTTAGAAAAGATGGATCATGTATTTATTGTATATGTAATGGGGAGATTTATGAACATGAAACTCTGAAAAAGAAATATAATATAGTAACAAGATCACAATCCGACTGTGAAGTAATAATTCCATTATATGAAAAATTAGGATTAGAAGAAACCTGCAAAGTTTTAGGTAGCGAATTTGCATTTGTTTTAATAGACGTTAGTGCCGACGGGAAGATTAAAATGATGGCGGGAAGAGATCCTATAGGTAATAGACCATTATTTTATGGAAAGAATGATACATCTATTTGTCTATCTTCAGAAATGAAAAGTTTGTCAGATATTTATGAAGATGTGTATGTGTTTCAACCAGGACATTATTTAGTTTCCGAAAATGGTAACGAAAGTATCTCTCAATATTATCAATATGAATATCCCAGACTTCCACTTGATAACGATGCCAATACGATTCGATCTACTATTAGGGAAAAATTTACAAGATGTGTGGAAAAAAGATTGATGACAGAAAGACCGTTCGGATGTTTATTATCTGGTGGATTAGATAGTAGTTTAGTATGCGCAGTTGCAAAATCTCTTCTTCCTAACGTTAGATTTCCAGTGTTCACAATTGCATTTACTACGGGATCAACTGATTTACCTTATGCGAAGAAGGTCGTCCAACATTTAGATCTGGAACATCATATTATAGAGGTGGATCCTGAAGAAGCTGTTAAGGAAATAGAGGAGACTATTGCGGCAATTGAATCATATGATATTACGACAGTTAGAGCCAGCACAGTTCAAAGAATTATTGCTAAGTATATCCAAGAAAAAAGTAATGTGAAAGTTTTACTGGTAGGAGAAAATAGTGATGAACTATTCCAGGGATATAAATATTTCTATAATCAACCATCGAATGACGAGGGTCATATTGATTCAATAAATAGGGTAAGAGATGTTCATAGATATGATGGATTAAGGACAGATAGAACCATGTCATATCATGGTTTAGAAGTGAGATTACCATTTGCTGATCCGGAATTAATAGATTATGTATTTAGTATAGATCCAAGTCTTGTACGTCCACAAGGAGGATATGAAAAGACTTTATTACGAGATGCATTTAAAGACATGAATATATTACCCAATGATGTTTTATATAGATCGAAGGAAGCATTATCAGATGGATGTTCTGGTATTAAGAAATCATGGTATCAATATATTCAAGAATATGTGGAGGGATTAGTTAGTGATGAAGAATTTGAGATGGAAAAAGGGAAGTTTAAGCATTGTACACCATTTACTAAAGAATCCTATTATTATAGAAAGAAATTTGTGGAATATTTTGGGGGTGGAGAAACGAAAGCTCAAACAATTCCATATTTTTGGATGCCAAGATGGTGTCCAGAAACTAATGATCCAAGTGCTAGAACATTAAGTGTTTATGTGCAAGAAGCGGACGAGTAGAGGTACCATAATATTGAAGTGTTGTAGTTTCATAATGATGTGAACGTTCCGATTATTGAACTACCTCAACAACCATTGGCATCATATTATACCCATTAAGCATTTATAATATATTTTATCTTATATAAGATAAAATGGAAAATACAACAAGTGACATACCGAATGAAATCTTAGCGATAATATTAGGTAATGGTTCATATGATAGCTTACTTAAATATTGTTATAGTTCTAATAAAACCTTAATAGATTGTAATAGTAATTATATTAGGAATACTATTATAAATAAATTTTTACCTTTGGGATTAGATTATTCTCAATATTCAATAGAAGAATTATTACAATTAGGAAAGTTTAATGCTATGCATTGTCTAGACCTATATTTATATACAAATGCGAACGATGATATATTAGCAACGGAATTTTTCAATAGTGAAGCATACAAGAAAGGAATAATAAATACCTATGTTTTGCCATTTATGAAAGATGACGATTATAATATAATTACAATGAATAATGGGGACTTAGATTGGTTGTTAGATTTACCAATAGATAATCTCATATTATTATGTGGTATATTATATCCTATTGATAGTATATTAGACATTATGAATTATCAAAATAATATATTATTTAATATGTTCTCCAGAATGTTTTGGACTAGAAGAAACAAAGAAGATATCACAGATGTTCTTGAAAAATATATAAATATTACAATAAACAATGATAAAATTTCCCAGTTATTTTCAGATAGTTTAGAAAATTTCATTCATTTCTGTGTAAAGTTTAATCGAGAAGATATAATAAACTATAGAATAAGAGAAATTATTAATCAATATTTACTGAAATATAATATGGATAATGATTTAATGTTTATTTATAATAAATTTAAGGATTTTGATTATATAAAGATGGATGATGTAGTTAAAGAGTTTATGAAAATAAAATCAAACGGAGGAATATTCTCTCAATTATATTCAGGGTACATTGTAAATGGGGGAGTTATAAATGAAACAATACATAATGTATTTTCTAATATAAATAATATAGAATTTATGAAGGATTGGATTGTAAATTCTACTTCTACATCCCAATTATATGGATTGGTGAAACAATATCTCCCTAGTAACTTATTTGATTATTCTAATATAGTAAGTATCATCAATGAAGGTACATTATCGTCGGTAAGATATATGCAATTAGTAACTTATGTTTTAGGAGAATCATATAATGATAAAATTTTTACTGATGCTTTACCCAATAATACAGAAGGAAGAGAAGATTTATATTTTATTTTCGACAGTGATAATGTAAGCGCTATAAAAAGTATGCTTAATAAATATTATCCTGATCATTTTATTACAAACACTCCCAATATTGGACAATTTAGAAGATTAGTTAGTATAAAAAATGAAATATATAAAGATAGGGATATAAATAAAACTAGGAAAATAAATGACTATGATAATTTTATGCATAAATTATTGTTTTACAATAAATTATATTATATGTTACTGTACAAAGACATTAAGAATATTACAGAAACAATATTTAACATAAAGCATTAATTATATTTTATGTTATAACTAGTATTCTAAATTTTAATGTGATAGTACACATTAAACAAAATTAGATAATCAATATATACCATTTTATGTTATAATTATGTTTATGATAGATAAAAAATATTTTAGACAAGATGAAGTTATAAAAATATTTTATAAGAGGAATAAATTATATTATATGTTACTGTACAAAGACATTAAGAATATTACAGAAACAATATTTAACATAAAGCATTAATTATATTTTATGTTATAACTAGTATTCTAAATTTTAATGTGATAGTACACATTAAACAAAATTAGATAATCAATATATACCATTTTATGTTATAATTATGTTTATGATAGATAAAAAATATTTTAGACAAGATGAAGTTATAAAAATATTTTATAAGAGGCCGTTATAAAAAATATTTTATAAGAGATAGTTATAAAATATTTTTTATAACGGCCTCTTATAAAATTATTTTATAAGAGATAGTTATTAAAATTATTTTATAAGAGATAGTTACAAAATAATTTTATAAGAGATAGTTACAAAATATTTAGAAGGGATAGTTATAAAAATATTTTATGAGAGATAGTTATAAAATATTTTATGTGATATGAAATTATAAAATGGTATAGATAGTGAGGTAGTAATTATTTATAAATTTGATTTCATGGGATGGTATACACGAGAAGTTTTGTGATGGGTTATATTTATTATGTGTTAAGTAGAAGTACTGATATCTATATTAAAATAATATTTGTTATTTTAATTTATTCTTTTAAGCAATAATCAAAATTTATATTTCGCGAAATCATATAACATATAGTTTATATAACTTCGTAGATAATTTTTTATTATATATAATTGTAAAATTAGGATTTATGAAAAATTATAGTTGCTTTAAAAGAATAAATTAAAATAACAAATATCATTTTAATATAGATATTAGTACTTCTACTTAACACATAATAAATATTATAATGTCATAATATCATGACATAATGGTAAAATAGATTTTTATAACTTCACATCATATAAAATTATTTTGTAACTATCTCTTATAAAATTATTTTATAACTATCTCTTATAAAAATAATTTTGTAACTATCTCATATAAAAATATTTTGTAACTATCTCTTATAAAATATTTTTTATGACTATCTCTTATAAAATATTTTTTATAACTATCTCTTATAAAATATTTTTTATAACTATCCCTTCTAAAATATTTTTATAACTTTCTTTTATATTATAATTTATAATTACAATATAAAAATTGTATAGATAGTATTGTAACAATTATATATAATTTTTATTTCATGTATACCACCCCACAAAACAAAATTTAGATATTTGATACATACTAAAATTAGGTTTATATTTATTTACGGCGTCTTCTTGTATCACTTTATAATCAATTTATAATGTCTTATAACTTTATAATTCTATAACTTTATAATCACTTTATAATTCTATAACTTTGTAATCTCTTATAACTTTGTAATCTCTTATAACTTTATAATCTATAATCTTTCATAAGTGTAATAAAATGATACTAATACTATGTTTATAAATTATCTTGATTTATAATCTATGTGTACCAATGCATGGTAAATTTTACATTGTTTTATATTTATTGATTAATATCTATATTAAAAATATGTTGTTATAGGAATTGTTTAATATATAGTTTGTATAATTTTTTATTATGTACATTTATAAACTTTCGAAATATAGAAAGTTATTTTAATATAGATATCAATATTAAAATTGATAATCAATACGTATAAAATAATGTAATATTAGTCACGTATAGGCACACATAAATTATAAATTAAGATAATTTATAACCATATCATTAGTATAATTTTATTATACTTATAAGAAATTATAAAGATATAGAAGATTATAAAGTTATGGAATTATAAAGATATAGAAGATTATAAAGTCATAGAATTATAAAGTTATAAGACATTATAAAGATAAGACATTATAAAGTTATAAGAGATTATAAAGTTATAAGAGATTATAAAGATAAGACATTATAAAGTTATAAAAAATTACAAAGCTATAGAATTACAAAGTTATAGAAGATTATAAAGTTATAAGAAATTACAAAGTTATGTGGGATTACAAAGATAAGAGATTATAAAGTTATAAGAAATTACAAAGTTATGTGGGATTACAAAGATAAGAGATTATAAAGTTATAAGAAATTATAAAGTTATATAATTACAAAGTTATATAAGATTACAAAGGTAAGAGATTATAAAGTTATAAGAAATTATAAAGTTATATAATTACAAAGTTATAGAATTGCAAAGTTGTAGAATTACAAAGATAAGAGATTATAAAGTGCTAAAGCCTTGCTATTATTAATAGCAAGTGCTTCGCCCCATCTTTGATCGGGTTATAAAAGATTATAAAGATATCAAATCAATCGTTAGAGATATAAAATTAATATTATAAAACTATCTATGTGAATTCTATGTGTATGATATTATGGTCTCCACATAAATAGAAAACAAAATATCATCTAATATAATAATATAAAATTGTTATATTTTATGTAAAATTATAAATATATCTCATAGATTTTCTATGTTATATTCTCTTGCAAGTTTATGTAATCCTCTTGCATCTAAATCATAGTATAACGCATCAATAGATTTATACAAGCCCGGAATATTTCCTAATTTCCATTTTAAACTTTGAAATATAGTATAATATTTATCTAATAATGTAACATTATATTTAATCGCACTTACGTTAATATAACACATAAATTTTGACATTAGATATAACAACTGTTTGTTAGATAAATCTATAAGAATTCCAAGAATTTCACCAGATGTTGCATCATCATTTAATACTCTAAGTAACAAAAATAATAAACTAAAAGATCCACATATACCCAATCCAGTTCTGTCTTGAAGTCCAATCTTAGGACAGAAATCATTAGTAGGTAAAAATTTATATGTGGGTAAAATACTTAGAAATACATATTGTAAATAGGATGAAGTATTGGCATATGATTCATATATACTACCATTAGGTTCAAAGTATTCTATTGATTCATATAAAGTATCTATTAATAATGCATTGGAATGTCTCACTCTTTGTTCTATATTTATATCTATTAAATATAATATAAATCTATTGGATTTAGTATCACATATAAGTTTAATCTCCTCCTCATTTTCCATTAATTCTATATCTCCATTTGCATTCTCATTTAAATATATTGTTTGTGCAAAACAATAATCTTGTGCATTATTTTCTCTTAATTGTGAAATTAATATTGGTACTAATGCTTCACTTATAATATTATATGATCCTTCTAAATTACAAGACATAGAATATTTATTATTAATAATAGTATTGATGAAATTTAAACTAAGTAAGGATTCAGGTAATTCCATTTTATATATAATTAATAAAATAATATTTTATTAATCTATACATAATATTAAATTTATTTTATAATCTATAATTATAAAATAATATTTATACCCTACAATTATAAATATATTAAATCTTATATTTTGTATAACCAAATGTTGATATAATAAAGAAAAATAACAATTTAGAAAATTATTTAATTGATATTTTATAATTATCATTTTGGTTATATAAGAATAATGGAGGATATACCGTTAGAAATATTATTAAATATTATAAAAAATGGTGATATAAAGACATCATTAAATATAAGATCTTTATGTAAAGATTATTTTTATTCTAATATTATAAATGAAGAAATAAATATCATCTTGCAAAAAAATTTCAATACTATTATAGGAAATAGATTATCACAATATGGAGTAGATAAGAACGATTTTGATAATATCTTAATAAAAAATAATGCATGTATTTCTGGTTCTTATCCTCTTTCATGTATAACCAATAACATGAAAAATTCTTCGGATATTGATATATATTATAAGATGACAAAACCTACAAAGTCATGGGAATACAGCGATTTAGAAACGGATATATGCAATCTATTTAATATTTATATTGGAGATATAATGCATACTCCCCATATGTTCCTACATAAAAATAAACCTGAAAACTATAATAATACATATGATACGGTTAATAGTATCTATAACGAAGAGATTGTTTTTGTAAGAAATATAGTTATAAAGAATGGTGATAATAATATTAAGTTAGATTTGATTATGTTAAATGTTAAGCCGGAAGAATTTATTGAGAGTAATTTTGACATAGATGGATGTCAAATTATATATAATGGAAAAAATTTATATCATCCAACCAAAGAATTATATAATTTTATCGACAGAAATGTAGAAATAGTTAGATTATCTAAAGTTTTTCCTCAGTATGACGTTATGAATTCATTATCAGACTTAATACTTTCAATGAAATCAAATATTAATAATAATAATTTATCGAATAAATATTTACCATATATCCATTATCTGGATATAGAATTAGATAAATTATTAAATAAGGATATAAATATAAACTTATTTCTTAAAATTAAAAATTTATTATTATTATATAAGAATATAATACCTGAAAATTTAGATATTGTTTATAATAATTCATTAATGATTGAAGGAGATAAGATAAAGTGTAGGAATTCATGGTTGAGAATATATAGGCTGTTATTAAGATGTCTAAAATATGCACATAAAGGATATACAATAAAGAATTTTAATGATTACTTTTTATAGATATATGATTAATGGATATCCCTGTACGGATCAATAATATCTTATATAATATAAACTTATATTATATATTATAATTTTATAAAGTTATAATAGTGTATATTATGTTGATGTTGTAAGTGGAACATCAACATAATATAAAAATATTTTAATATACTTCTATATTCATATTCATATTCTAAATTATAGAAGTATATTAAAATATTTTAATATATGTTTGTAAAATATAATGTTTTCTTTTAACTATTTATTATATGATATATAATTTTATACTATAGGAAGAAAAAAATGATTATATACCAATACTTTATAAATATTTTAATTATACTATGAGATAAAATTATATTGTGCAGATAAATTATTTTAAATAATATAGATTTAAAGAAAATGCAGACATACGTCGTAGGATCACCAACTTACGTAAGAGGACCAGTAGTTACACCAACACCATATAATGTTGTTGGATTTAAATCTGTAAAAGTTCAACCTGCAGTTCAACCAAGACCTGTAGTAGTAGAAACTCCTGTATATACCAATAGATCTCCAGTTTATTATAGCAATGGTGTTCCATTCTATTACGTAGGTAGAGTATAATATTTATAAGGTATATTAAAATGATTTTTATTTAAAAAAGATGATAGTATTTTGGAGTATTATATTGGATTATATAAAATATGGAGGCAATGCAGAACGAAATGCGATTTTTTAAGAAGTTGGAGCTCTCTGGAGCTACCGCTTATATATTACCATTAAAGAACGCAGTGGTTTGGTACATACCAAATTATTTTTCATCCGTGGATAATATGGTAAAGATTGGTGGTAATGAGGTAAATATATCTCACATAAAAAGTACAGGAAATCTAATGGATTATATATTAAAGAATTTACCTTTGGTACAGGGAGAAATTACCATCTATGGAAAAAAAAGATTGGAACCAAGATTAAATTATGCTTGCGGAGACGTCAGTACTCATAATTATTCAAATAAAAAGATGGTAGTTAATCCATGGGATAGATGTATTTTAGATTTAAAGACATTCATAAGTTTAGATACTCAATTATTTTATAATTCGAGTCTAATTAATTACTATCGGGATGGACACGATAAGATTGGAGAACATTCAGACAAAGAGATAGCAGAAGGGATGGCCGACGCATACAAAACCGTTGCAACTTATTCATTGGGGACTAGTAGAAAATTTAGATTTAAGGGTAAAAAGGCGGACGAACAAGGACATTTTGAAAAATACGAATTATTGGTTAAAGATGGAGACTTATTAATTATGGGTCCTACGTGCCAAGATCATTATACACATTGTATCCCAGAAGAAGCAAAAGTTAAAAGTCCCCGTATTTCTATTACCCTTCGATATCTTAAAAGTAATTAATATTTAATATATATATTTTTGTATTAATTATAATAATATAAACTTATGTAAGTTTATATTAATTATATATATATAACTTTATGAATGGTATCTATATATATATATTATTATATATATATATATATAACTTTGTGAATGGTATGTATATATAATTTTATATAAAGTTATATTAATTTTATTATATTTATAATTATATTATTATATGTATAAGACACATACAATATTATATATATATATAATTTATATAAAGTTATATTAATTTTATTATATTTATCATAATATTATTACTATTACTATAACTATCCTTAAGGATAGTTATATAAAATTAATCATGGCCCTATTTATTTTTATATAATTTGAACTTATACCTTAGTTAATTCAGTTTCAGTATTTTTATTGGAATTAGTATTAGCATTGCCAGAAGATGTAGGAGATTTAGTGAATGAAGATTGTATATGTTGGACGATGCGCAAATGTAAACTAATGGTTAATAACAATGCAATAAAGGATAATAACATAGGTTGAATGAAATAGAATAGGAAGATACCGTTAGGATATCCAGCTAGACCAAACCAAGCAACTAAACTAAATATAAAGTATAGGATGATGAAGAAAGAAATGAGAAGATTGAGAATTACAGTGGTTACTAATGATTTATCATACCTATTTTCTTTACTTTGCAATCGTTTACTGGCATTTCTTGATTGTAATACCTTAACGAATCCTATGATAAAAATAACAGCTAATGCCAAATCCATTAAAGCACTACTTGATGTCCATATAATAGCTGTCGTTAACACATAAACATATTCAGTTAGATTAACCACTGTTAATATAGAAAATATCCAATCAATACTAACACGGAGTATACTAACTACAATATATGGCCATAAATATCTATACATAATTAATTTAATTTTAAGATTGCTTTTATCTACAATACTTAACATAAGGAGGGACATAAACCAACATGCACTAAATATGAACCCAATACCGGCATGACTGAGGAAATTGGCTGCTCTATAATCCATTAATTGTTTTCTTCCTTCATAATCTATAAAGCCGATACTTCGCAATACACTTCCAAAACCAACCAATGCTGATAAAATGCTAGGAACTTTTAGATGGGGCATCTCATATTTGATCATTCTGTAAATATTAATAATACTCCAGATGGCTATTGATAGATATATAGCACCGAGTAATATTACTTGTAAAAACATACCTGGTCCATAAGCATTATCTTTCCAAACATTTCCTTCTTCTGCGGTTAATGTTACATAAACAATTGATGTCATATTAACTGTAACAATAGATTTATATAATTCTACTACAGTGGTGCCATCATCTGGTGTTAATTCAGCGACAGGATAAACATTATTAACATCGGTGAAGGGTATTTGATTTCTAAAATATCTTATGGCAATACCAGGTATATATGTAGACGTTCCTAATATTATTATTCCTGCCGCTCCACAATCCTTATAGTTCATTATTATTTCATCCATATAAGCATCTATAACCATCCATACTATTGTTCCTTTATAGTAAGGACATGGAACATCTGGACTTGCAATGGAAAGTGGTGCAGTTATGTCATTAAACTTTGGCCACATATTACCTGTTGGCGTTATTTGTGCAGATGTAAATTCCTTACCATAACCTTCTATTATAACTTTACTTATACTATAATTTACACTTAAAAATAATAATATTACTAAATACTTAAGCATGTGACTCTTTGCATTATCACTTTTTTTATTTATAAAACATTTTTGTAATTCATGTAAATATAATATCTTAATGATTATTGTTGAATAGTGCGTCCATATAATTATAATCTTTTCCTTAAAATATTTTTTCTATATTTATTCATAGTTTTTACTAAGATAATTTTATGATATACTAAGAAAAAGTATATAATACAAATTAGATAATTCTAAGTATTATATTATATGTAAGAACAAAAAAATTATGTTATCGTGATGATAACATAATTTTATTTAAATCAATATAATATAATACTAATATTTGCTTATAATTATATATACTATAATTATAAAACCTTGTGAGATTATAAAATGATAAAGTTCCATGTTCGATTGGGTGATAGAAGTTATGGAAGATTATAAAGCGATATCGAGTTGTTATCAAGGACAAAAGTACTTCGCCCTATCTTTGATTGGGTTACGGAAGATTATAACTTTACAATTCTATAACTTTATAATCTTCTATAACTTTATAATCTTCTATAACTTTATAATTCTATAACTTCATAATTCTATAACTTTATAATTCTATAACTTTATAATTCTATAACTTCATAATTCTATAACTTTATAATTCTATAACTTTATAATTCTATAACTTTATAATCTTCTATAACTTTATAATCTTCTATAACCCGATTGAAGATGGGGCGAAGCACTTTATAATTCTATAACTTCATAATTCTATAACTTTATAATTCTATAACTTTATAATTCTATAATTTTATAATTCTATAACTTTATAATTCTATAACTTTATAATTCTATAACTTTATAATTCTATAACTTTATAATCTCTTATAACTTTATAACTTTATAATTCTATAATTCTATAATTCTATAACTTTATAACTTTATAACTTTGTAATCTCATATAATTATAATCTTCTATAACTTTATAATTCTATAACGTTATAATCTTCTATAACCCGATTGAAGATGGGGCGAAGCACTTTATAATTATACAACTTTATAATCTCTTATAACTTTGTAATCTCTTATAATTATAATCTTCTATAACCCGATTGAAGATGGGGCGAAGCACTTTATAATTCTATAAATTTGTAATTCTATAACTTTGTAATTTATGATTTTTTATAACTTTACAATTCTATAACTTTATAATTCTATAAATTTGTAATTCTATAACTTTGTAATTCTGTAACTTTATAAAGTGGAGTTTGCTATTAATGATAACAAGTGCGTTGTCCCATCTTCGATCGGGTTATAGAATTATAAAGTTATAGAATTGTAAAATTATAGAATTATAAAGTTATAAGAGATTATAAAGTTATAGAATTACAAAGTTATAGAATTACAAATTTATAGAATTACAAATTTATAGAATTATAAAGTTATAGAATTACAAAGTTATAGAATTATAAAGTGCTTCGCCCCATCTTCAATCGGGTTATAGAAGATTATAAATTATAGAATTACAAAGTTATAGAGGATTATAAATTATAAATTATAAAGTTATAGAAGATTATAAATTATAAATTATAAAGTTATAGAAAATTATAAAGTTATAGAAGATTATAAAGTTATAGAAGATTATAAAGTTATAGAAGATTATAAATTATAAAGTTATAGAATTACAAAATTATAGAATTATAAAGTTATAGAATTATAAAGTTATAGAAGATTATAAAGTTATAGAAGATTATAAAGTTATAGAATTATAAAGTTATAGAATTACAAAGTTATAGAATTACAAAGTTATAGAATTATAAAGTTATAGAAGATTATAATTTTCTATAATTATAAAGTTATAGAAGATTTAATTATAAAATAAAGCATAATAAGAAAATGATATTAATAGTATGGGTATAAATTATATTAATTTATATTCTATGTATACCTATACACGCCTAATTCCATAATATTTCACGATTAATAATTGTTCGTTATACATATTAATATGTATATTAAAAACAATCTTCTTTATTTTCTTTATTCTTTTAAAGGAAAATAAAATGTTGCCAATGGAATTCTATAATATATAGTTTACATAAATTTATAAATAATTTTTATTATATATACTTATAAAATTCATTCTTATCTAAGAAGTCATAAAAGAATATCTTATAATAAAGAATATCATTTTTAATATAGATATCTATATTAATAATTAATCCTTATCAATTATAAAATATTAAAGAATTAGTTGTGTATAGGTATACATAGAATATAAATTAATATAATTTATACCCATACTATTAATATCATTTTCTTATTATGATTTAGTTTATAACTATAATCTCCTATAACTTTGTAATTCTATAATTCTATAACTTTATAACTTTATAATTTATAATCTCCTATAACTTTATAATTTCTTATAACTTTATAATTCTATAACTTTATAAGAAAATGATATTAATAGTATGATTATAAATTATATTAATTTATATCCTATGTATACTTACCCACAACTAATTTTCATACATTTTATAATCGATAATAATTAATTATAGATATTAATATCAATATTAAAATGATATCCTATATTATGACTTATTCTTTTAAACAAAAATAAAAATGTTACTAATGAAATTATGTAATATATGATTTAAACTTTATAATTCTATAATTTTATAATTTTATAACTTTATAATTCTATAACTTCACAATTTTATAGAAGATAGTAATTTAACAGTTTTCATTATTTCTATAATTACAAGATTATAGAAGAATGTAACATAGTATTAACAGAGAAACAACCAACCCCAATATACAACAATATATCATTTAATAAATTATCTGTAACCTGTCCACTTAGGAGATTTCTATCATTTCCAATAGACGATATAAGCTTCATGTCATCCTTGTATTTATAATGAGCGCATAAATTTTGTGACCCTAACTATTTTCATCATCTTATTATATCTTACTCTTGATAATATTTACCACCAATACTGACGGTCCAAAAATTGTAGTCAACATTATATATTATTATTATATACTATCTCATTCAATATTAATTTCATATCTTGATTGTATAGCATATACCATTAAATGCTCTTTAACATTACATTTTAATCCCATATTTCCCATGCTTTTACGTATATAATCAATTTTATTAGTAATATCATTTCTGGATACATTATACCAAAGTATATTATCTTCAGAAAAATTAATTGTATGAATTGTGCATGCTGGTTGTTTATTTGTATATTCTCTACTCATCCCTTCAACCTTAAAGAAAAACATAAACTTATATTTAATAGAAACAATAAGCATATATGCTCCATTTCTGGCACAATTATAAATATTTTCTACATATAAATTATTATGGTCTACACCTTCCAATTTCCTGATATTTCTAACCAACCAAACATTATTAGAGTTGCCAAGGAATATCACTGGGGAATCAAACTTAAATTGTTGATAGTATATGGGTGGATTTGAAAAATCAGAAGTTTCTATATTTCCTGTAACAAGCTTAAAAAAATTTATTGCATTATAATCATCATGAAATTTATGATAATATTTATTTAAATATTCAATGCAAATATTTAAATAAATATTATTAATTACTAATGATTTTATGTGCTCCGTACTTATTTTTTCAATGTTTAAGCCTTTGATGTCTAGACGATAATGGTTGTTGTGTAAAAATAATAAGATTTTTTCAAGAGTATAAAAATGACAATATTTGATAATATAATTTAAAGTTGTAGTATCATTTAAATTATATGCAGTATCATTTAGTTTATCTGCGTCATATGTCAAAGTTGTATATAGTTCTAAAGGATGTTTTTCTAAATATGGTGTCATATCGTAATAATGCAATAAATAATAAATATTATAGTTGTATTCTAGATTATCTTTATTATTAACTATGTAATTATATATAATAGACCTTAGTTCTTCTATCTGTAAAAAGTTCATCCAATACATAATATCTTCCAATCTATCGTATATAAATAACTTATAATTCTCAACATTCAACTTCATATTATTATAAAGATACTCTAATAAAAATAAACAAAGATCCTTGTCTATATCCAATTTTATCTTACATTCGATAGATTCTATCATATTATTATTAAACATGGTCTTAAAAAATGGGGATAAACTTAATACAATTTTATGTGAATGAATAATTTCCCCATCTTTTGTATATATAATAATGTCAGAAAATTCTTTATTATTTAAATATGATGCAAACATTTCTTATGTAGAATAAGAAATATAATAATAATCAATTTAGATGGTTGGCAAATTATTTTTCTCCGCATATTTATTTATCTTATCCAAAGAACCTTTTGATAACCCTTGAATCCTATTTATACTTTTGATATATGGATAAAAATGTTTTATGTGTTCAATAATGGATTCTTTGGGAATTTTTCTATAAGGTCCTATGTTACCAACCATAACACTAATATTTATTTTATTAATATATTTATCAATAAGAGATTTGGATAAATATGGGTATGTGCAAACATATTTACTAAATTCACTCCAATCTATTAGATCTTCTATCTCCAACCAATCCAATCGATGTCTATTTTTGTATAATCTTTGTTTATTTAATTTGGTAATATTATTTCTAATAATATATGGAGTGAGATATTGCCATTCTGATGCTTCATCCCAATCAACCATATTTCTAAATTCTAGAAGGAATTTTTCAGTCATTGGAACTCTTTGTGTAATCTCTGTCCAATCCCACTTTAATTGATATTCTCTAATAAAGCTTAATTTATATGGTTTATATTTATATTTGGCACTTAATAGCTTAAAATCTAAAAAATCATCATGGTCCCGGATGGTTTGCTCTGACATCTCACAATATTTACATAATAATTCCATATTAACAACATCTCGAAATTTTTCTAATATAAAATCCATTAAATAGTATTTTCCATTTTTCATGGAAATATAAGTGCGAGCCTCATTCCAATCTATCTTTTTAGTTAGTGTTTCATATAATATACTCATATATCTATCATTCCATCTTTGAGCAATAATAATGGAAATTAAGCTATTAATGTCCAATAATTGAACAATAATATAAAATACGTCTGTGCATACGTTCATGTCTAAGTCATTAAATATAAAAAATATATTTAAATATCAATTTATGAAATCTCTACCTTACAACTTTTAATAACATTAATAATTTTTTCTCCAATATCTATATCTTTAGATATTATATAAACTTGCAACAAATCCGATATGTTATATACAAAGTTTGATTTCTTAAGGATACTAATATTTTTATTACATACTTGTTGATAAAAAGATTGTATTCCTTTCTTTGCTTCTATTTGATATACAATTGGAAGAACAAATTTAAATATATTGAATGGTAAAATACCAAACATAAGTAATATATATTCTGATGTATATATGGAATAAAATAATTTAAGTATATGTTCATCTTGTAAATAATATACATACCTCTCCATTTTGTCTATTAACATATTTCCATTATTAATCCTAACACATTCCTCAAATAAAATTTTTATGGTGTCATCTTTCTTATCATTCCTCAGTAGATAACCGTATATTATATATTCTAATTCACCAGAGTGTATATTTTGCATTATTTCCATCTCACTTCCGATATATCCTAATTTAAATCCATCATTATTTAATAATATAGGTAAAAATATTCCTTTTAATAATTCTGGTCGCATGCATTCATTTATAATATTTTCTGGTGTTAAAGTATATATATGATCTCCGACATTTATTTCTACCACATTACCCTTGACAATATAATTATTTCCATGATATATACTTTCTATTAAAAAATGATTAGATATTCCCTCTTTACATAACTCAATATTTAATACATTCATCATATTATAAGAATATAGTAAATTATGGATATCATTAAATACTAATCTCTTATAATATCTATTTATCATATCTAAGATAATTTCATGTTCATATCCTAAACTCAATGCCCTTTTTATATTATTTCTTCCAACAATTTCTCTATTATTTTTATATAATATAAGACATTCAGAAATTGGATACCAAATTGAATATATTTTAATATATGTATATATATCTTGGTTATATATAAGAGAGAAATTTCCAAATTCTCTCAATGTTTGTATGCTTTGTATTAATTTTATCTTTGTATTATAAATTTTATTATATTCCTTACAAACAAGGGTAATGTTTTTATTTATATAATATGGATGTATATAAGAAAATATATTAACTAAAACATCCTCCATTTAATTATTTTCTATCATCTATTTAAACATTTATTATCGATGCTCAATATAATTAGTAACTAACCTAAGGCTACCTTCAATCCATCCCGGATCTGAACTTACATCATTACTTAAATAATCATATGAAACATCACATATATTAATAACATTTAGATCTGGAGGGGAAAGCCATATCCAACCTACAGTATTCCATATTTTTCCCACTATAAATTTTTCTTCTTTTATCCTATCCCTATCAATATATTTTTTGCTTTCTGAAGTCCATAGTTGATATTGTGTTATTCCACCACTTTCTCTTATATAGACTTGTCCATATACTTCATTCAAATCTAAAATTCCTATATAATCGTTTCCATTACAACCTTTCTTCTGTAAATATCCATTCTTCCATCCAGAAATATTAAATGCATCCTTAGGATATGGTATTATATTATTTGTGATTAATGTACGTAGAGGTACAGTTATGACAACGTTTCGACTATTATATTTTGATAATATACATGGATCTAATCCATTTTCACAATAATTTATAGTTAGTTTATCTCCCATATTACAAATTAAAGAATTTATTAATCTCTCCATGCCTCCTACAATAGTTCTTAAATCTGGAAGCAAAAATGATGTAACTAGTCCATATCCTGCATAATATGGACATCTACTATCTAATATGATAGAATATCCAGTAATTCTTCCCAAGGTTATTATATCATCCATAGTTATATATTGCAATGCTATATCTATAAAAGAAATATTTTCATCTGATGGAATATTAATTATTGCTGGTAGCATATTTATAAGGGATATATAAGTGTTATAGTTTTCTCTAATAGGGAAAATGAATGGTGTGGTAGGTAATGATAATTCATCTATAAGGGAAGATAATAAAGTATGGGAAGATTGTATATAACGAGCGGCACCAAGATTATAGATAATATCATTATATTTATAAGTTAGAATGCGACCGCCAGATCTATCCTTTATCTCATATATAATTACCTTTCTATCATTATATATTTTTAACCATTGATATGCTAAATATAATGATGTAATTCCAGATCCTATTATAACTAAATCTTTATTCATGTTTTATTAATGTTATAATAAAATGATAAATTTTATTTTATTTTATTATAACATTAATAAAATATATATGAAGAGTGGATTTCAATTAGTTCGCAAAATAGGAGAAGGTGCATATGGTGAGATTAATATGAATATAATGAATGATATGGTTGTTTGTACGAAACAAATGTCTAATAAAAATATAGGTCCATTTTTAAGAGAAGTTAATAATACTATTATATGTTCTAATCCTAATGTTGTTCCAATCTTAGATATATATAGCAATATTGGTAATTATTATTACGATATGCCATGTTTAGGTATTAATTTAAAAGAATATATAAGTAAAAATTTATACGATACCCCAGAAGGATCGAATGATGAGAATATGATTATACAACATGCATCAATGTTATGTAAGGTAGTTGATTATTGTCATAGAATGGGAGTATGGCACCGAGATATAAAACCTCATAACATATTAATACATGAAGATAATTTATATTTAATAGATTTTGGGTTGTCTATAGATGTTAGAAGAAGAGAAGGATTATTACATAATCCAGAGGTACAAACTGTGTGGTATCGAGCGCCAGAAGTTTTATTAGGAAATAGAGGATACAATGAAAAGATAGATGAGTGGAGTGTTGGTTGTGTTATTGCACAAATGATCAATGGAGAAGCACCATTCCAAGAATCAGAGGAATCTGGAATGTTAGATATGATATTTTCTGATTATGGAATACCAGCAGAAAAAGATTTGAAAAGAATTGCTGGTGGACGATTGAGAAGAAAATTCGATATGGAGCAATATGAACCATATGGATATGTTCTTCCATCTAGTTATATGTTTACTAGTAATGAAAGATTAAAATTAGTATGTGATGGTTTATTACAAATAGATCCAGAAAAAAGGATAACTTGCGCGGAGGCATACAAAATACTAACAGATGAAGTATTAATATATCCACCTTTTATTTCTTCGCCGTCTGTAAAATTTCCAATACATATAAATAATGAAATAACAACAAAAGATAGAGAAGAAGTGATAACTTGGTTGTGCACACATAGAAAATATTTAGATGATAGATTAGGAGTATTATTGAATGGTATTGCTATTTTGGATAAATTTACAAGTTTACAGGTAATAGATAAGAAAGATTATTTGCCAACTGCTGTAGTAGCAATGTATTTATCGGAGATTATAAGTTCGGAGTCATCCACATATAGGGACGGATATTTGGATGCATTACCTAGTAAATATGATTATTATGTTGAAAAAGATTTTGATAAAACCTTAAACCAAATTTTGAGGACGTTAAATTTTAATATTAGTTTGGTACACGTACAAGATCTATATATAAGTGAGGAGGAATCTAAAGTGATATTACCAATTATATATTTTCTGTTATCATCATCATATACAATAAATTTCGATTGGGATACAATAAATAACTTGATAAAGGTTTATTATAATATAATAAAGAGAAATGAGGTTTTGGATAATGATAAATTGTTGTATATGGGAATAATTAGAAGTCTTTATGAGCCAATGTTGGAATATCCACCACTTTCCAATTTGGGCTTTATTCTTAATAAAATTAATAAATGAATTATACAGGGTGATAAAGAATAGCAAATATAAATAATAGATTAGATATGTTATTAAATTCCATCACTATTCCTAATAAGTTTACAAGTTTGGTAGAAATATATAATGATGATTATTTATCATTATCTATGGTATCATTATATTTATCTAATATTATAAGTAGTGAAACTTTCGTAATTAAGAATGAATTTTTATACTTATTACCGGATCGATATAGTAATTATGACTTAGAAAATTTTGATACTAAATGTATTAAAATTCAATATAAATTTAATACATATACAAGATTTATCTATAACTAATACAGAGGCTAATAATATACTACCAATTATATATTTTTTAATGTCATCATCATATACCATCGATTTCGCATGGGATATAATAAATGACTTAATAAGGACGTATTATTCTATAGTACATAAAAATAATTCCATGGAAAGCAAAAATTTATATAGTATGGTTAAAAGTTTATATTAAAAAGTAATTATCCTATTTTAAATACAATTGATATGTATATTAAAAATAATGTTTCTATGATATTATAAATACATCATGGAGAGCAAATTCGATATAATTGAAAACCTAGGAGGAGGCGCGTATGGGGAAGTCAAGATGATTAAAATGGGAAATGAAGTTCTTTGCACTAAGGAGATAGGAGAAGATAGCTTAGAATCTTTTCTTAGAGAAATTACTAACATCAAAATATGTAAGCATCCAAATATTATCCCAATATTTGATATATTTTATGAAGATGATAATTATTATTATAATATGCCATGTTTAAAATATACTTTAACTCAATATATAATTAAAACATATATTGAAAAATATGGGATTGTTGAGAATAGTGAGGATGAAGGAGGTAATTATGATGAGGATGAAGATAATTATGACGAGGACAATAAAGATAATTATAATGAGGATAATGAGGATAATGAAGATAATTATGGTGAGGATAATGAGGATGAAAGAGGTGATTATAATGAAGATAATTATGGTGATTATAATGAGGATAATGAGGATGAAGGAGGTAATTATGATGAGAATGAAGATAATTATAATGAGGATGGGGATAATAAAGAAGATAATTATAATGAAATGGATGATGAAAAGGGAATGGGATTAGATGACGCCGATGTTATAAAATATGCGACAATGTTATGTGCTGCAATCGCATATTGTCATAGCAAAGGAGTGTGGCATCGAGATCTAAAACCAGATAATATAATGATAAATGATAATAATTTATATGTTATAGATTTTGGATTATCCCTTGATTCGAGAAGATTGGATGGCTTAAAGAAAAATTCAAATGTTCAAACATTAAATTATGCAGCTCCTGAAGTGTTATTAGGAAGTCGTACATACAATGAAAAGATAGATGAATGGAGTGTGGGATGTATATTAGCCATGATGATAAATGGAGTACCATTATTTAATCAACACAACAGAAGAGTAGTAATATATAAAATATTGGCAATGTTTGGATCACCAACATATGAAGATCTTATAACAATTGCTCCGGAAGGAAATCGCCGTATGATTATGGATCTTAATTATAGTAAAGTTCCTATAGAAAAAATAATTAAAACAAAAGATGAGAGGTTGTTGAAAGTATGTGAGGGATTACTAACATATAATCCAGAGAAACGAATGTCTTGTAAAGATGCATATGAATTGTTATCTGGTAATAGTTTTGTGAACATTATTTCACCTTCGATCATCAATATTACATATCCTATTTATGTAGATAGTGAGATAAATCTTGCTTCTAGAAAAACATTAATTAAATGGATGTTTGAGATTGTCGATACACTTTCCCTAAATTATGATACTATATTAAATGCTATTGCCATGTTAAACAGAATAAGTAGTATGAAAACGATTGATATTAATTTATATCAATTATATGGATTTGTTTGTCTATATTTGTCGCATATGTTAAATTATGAAGAGGATACTGGCGGAAATAAAATGTATATTTATATAGAGGGTATATATTCAATGGAAGAGCTTAAAAATACATTGAATGATGTATTAGTAAATCTAGGATATGAAATTTCTTATATAACTCTGGATGATATGGATCTAAAACTCTATGAGATAGAACAAATAAATTATGGGAAGATGAAGGCAATAATAAATTATTTGCTTTCCTCTCCATTAACATTTTCATATGATTGGAATACCATCAATTCATTGATTTCTAAATTTTATTTATTAATAAAGAATCGCAATGCTACCTCCATAGATAATATATTTGGATCATATATGGGTATCTTTAGGGCATTAATTTCTGATATGGTAAAGGATGAAGAAATTGTAAAAGCTAAAATATTTGCGGTGAAGGGATAGTACTATATACATTATTGATTAATATATCTATATAAATATATTATACTTAAAATATTTTATTTTAATAATATAAAGGATAAAATGAAGAGTAATTTTGAAATAGTTCGTAAAATGGGAGAAGGTACATATGGCAATGTTAGTATGATCAAAGTTAACGGTAAGATAGTTTGTAACAAAGAAACTGATAAGGAGAACATAGAGCCTTTTCTCCGTGAAATTACCAATCTGAAAATATGCAAACATCCCAACATCATACCAGTTGTGGATACATTTATTAGTGAAGAAGGATATAATTATAGTATGCCATGTGTCGGGTCAGATTTAAGTAAAGTCATAGAGGCTAAAAGAAATGAGGCATTAAGAAATGCTAGAAGTAAAGTTTCTCCTGGGTTAGATAAGAATACAGTATATAAATATGCGGCAATGTTATGTAAAGCCATAGATTATTGTCACACCAGGGGAGTATGGCATCGAGATTTAAAACCTCAAAATATTTTAGTGGATGCTAATAATTTGTATGTTATAGATTTTGGGTTATCTATTGATTCTCACAGATTAGAGGGATTACCTCATAGTTTATTCGTTCAAACTTTATGGTATCGTTCTCCTGAAGTTCTATTACAAAATGAATTTTATAATGAAAAAATAGATGATTGGAGTGTTGGATGTATTATCGCCGAAATGATTAATGGTACCCCATTATTACAAGGTGATAGTGATACAGACCAACTGTTCAGAATATTTAGGGCATTTGGAACACCAACACCCGAGGAATTAGAGTCTATATCTGGACATAGTGCTCAAAATTATCCTGTATGGAAAGCTCAACCAATAAATAAATTAATTAAAACAAAAGATCCAGTATTATTAGAAGTATGTAAGGGGCTATTAGAACTTAATCCATTCAAACGAATGACTTGTGAAAGAGCCTATAAATTACTAACTGGTACTTATATAAATGACATACCATATGTAGAAGACGATATTGAAATTAAGTTTCCTATCAATTCCAGAAGCAATATAAATACTAGAATGAGAAGTATGTTAATTAAATGGATGTATGAGGTTTGTCAGAAACTTCAATTAAATATAGATAGTTTTTTGAATGCCATTCCTATTTTAGATAGAGTTTGTAGTATAAAAGTGTTAAATATAAACGTGTATCAAATCTATGGATTAGTTTCACTATTTTTAGCAAATACATTGAATACTGAAGGTTACTATGACGATGAGATTTTTATGCAGATGGTAAAGGGAGTGTATACATCAGAAAATTTTAATGATGCAGTTAAAGATATTCTACTAACATTAAAATATAATATTTCTTATATTACTGTTGATGATATGGAATTAAAATTATATCAGATAGATTATGATGATAGATTATATATGAGAGCTATTATAGTGTTATTACTTTCACTACCAGAAACATTTAAATATGAATGGGACGTATTGAATAGATTAATATCAAAATTTTATAATTTACTGAAGAATCCCAATGTTAAGGAAGTCTTTGGAGATGATATTAATCTATTTTATACCTTAGTTCCCGCTATGTTAAAGGATGGATTCATACGAGAAGATGATCCAGTATATACTTGGTTATCCTCCTATATTAATGGCAACGGAAGATCAATTCCAGTTGCCAGGAGATCAATTCCAGTTGCCAGGAGGTCAATACCAAGATTACCATCTCCACTACTATCTCAATCGTCATTAGTAGGGTCTCCAATATCATCTCCACTACTATCCCAATCATCATTGGCAGGGTCTCCAATTCCATCTCCACTACTATCTCAATCGTCATTAGTAGGGTCTCCAATATCCGAAGTGTCACCTCAATATAGAAGACAACTTTTACCACAACAATCTATGTTGAGATCCCCGTCTCCACAACCTCAACTATCTTCACCAATATTATCGAGATTCCCAAGTCCCATATCTCCATTACCAGGACAACAATCTTCGTTAAGTGCATCTCCAATAACTCTCCGTAGAGTATAATATAAGTTATAGAAGATATTATAATTTATAATTATAGATTATAGATTATAGAAGTTATAGAAGATATAGAAGATAAGATAATATATAATTTATATTTATAGATTATAGAAGATAAGATAATATATAATTTATAGTTATAGATTATATAGATTATATAGATTATAGAAGATAAGATAATATATAATTTATATTTATAGATTATATAGATTATAGAAGTTATAGAAGATATAGAAGCTATAGAAGATAAGATAAATTACAATCTATATAAGATATTATAATTTATAATTTATAATTTATAATTATAGATTATAGTTTGTGGATTATAGATTATATAAGTTATAGAAGATATTATATAATGTATAATTATAAATTATATAAGTTATAGGAGGGAATATATAATCTATAATTATAGATTATAAAATGAGGTAAGAAAACATAAATTATTACATATTAATTTCACTACAATATACCTTACATAAATTAATAAATGATTGGTTTCTATAAAGAATAGGTCTAGAACACATTCCTTTTTCTGTCGTACAACCTTCTATAACCTCACAATTATGTTTTGTATGTGTTTCTTCTTTCATTTTATTTAATCCTAAGTTAGCACCCATTAATGCACCACTAATACTAGATATAGTATCTGTATCAGAACCTGCATTATCTTCAATGCACCATTTATATACATCTTCTACTTTATTAAAATGGGTAAAGGTATAAATAGCAGCATAAAGTGCATGTAAAACCCATCCCTTCTTATCTGTTATATCTCGTGTCTTTCCTTCCATCGCATCGTTGACAACATCAACTACATCATGAACTAGATTGGTAGAAGATAATATTGTTAACACCAAATTCTTTCGTTCCTCTATATTCAATCCATTCTTATTAAATAATAAATTTCTTAATATAGAACAATAAATATAATTACTATGACCATTATTAGGATGAGGATTTGATAAATATGCATCTTCAATCCAATAATTATTATTAGACACTAAACATAGAACAGATGCCCTCATTAATGATCCATTAGACTGAGAAATATTATTAAGATCCTCAACCCCCTTCTTCCATCTATTATTATATCCACCAATAGTTGTTATACCTTGAAATAATGCCCTCGTGTTTTTACCCATACTATGTGGCTTACTATTTGCCCAGTCTATATATGATCGTATAACATCCTCTTTATTGTATCCTTTATTCTTGATAATACTAGATAATAGAGAGATTGTCATTTCGGTATCGTCGGTGGTTTGTCCCAATTCTAACTTTAAGGCATGTAGATATCTCCTATGTAATATAGTTTCTTCCTTAATATATGGATTATATAGATTATTTTTTTGATATCTAAATTCATACCTACTACCAAGACTATCACCAATCATTAATGCATACGCCATTCCTAAGATTCTATCCTCCATTATACCGTTTATTATTTATTAAAAATATTATTTAATGATATCAATTTTATAATCTTACACTAAATTATTATTTCTATAATATTCTAATCTATAGTTTACATTGTAATATAGTATTAATAGTGTGGTATATAATTGATATAATTATATTTCATAGGGTGGGAACCCATAATAAATTTACAAGAATATTTGTTTTAATATATAATTATTATCAGAATATGATATTGGTAATCTTATATAAAATATTATATAAGACTATTATGAATACGATCCTTTGAAATATAATTGATATAATATACTATTAATATTATATTAGAATGTAAATTATAAATTAGAATATTAAAATAATATTAGAATGTAATAGTATAAATCTTAGACCTAATAATGTAAAGTTTTCATTAGATAGATATACTAATCTTAGAAGATAATATATAATTTAAATATTTGAAGGGTTAGGAAAATCTGATCTAATATAAGATTCAGATTTACTCCATTCATCAAAATTTCCTAATAGGTTCCCTAATGGATCATCATATCTAAAATACCAATATATAGAAATTCTATAATCTGGACAAAGTACACATGCCATCGCTAAATTTGTCCCTCCTGATGCCGACATATTCGATTCATATAAACGGTCAAATGTATTTAAAACAAATTGTATACTGTTGTTTCTGATCATATAGAATAAAGAATTCCAACATTGTATAGAATTTCTATATTTTGGAAATGGTTCCTTTAATTTATTTAAGATACTTGGACAATATAAACTTTTTATTATAAAGTTTTCAACACTCTCCTTATCCGACTTTACCGCTAATTCTATATATTTCAAAATATTCTCATCTAATATTTCCTCTCTATTATATCTTACTGCTAATCCAGATAAATAATAACTTGCAGACATACCACTAGAAAATGGCAAAGAATTATATCCATCAATAAAATTTTCGGGAAGTAATTTCTTTATATTATTATCTGACATCATTACTTTTGTTAATGTAACTGGATCTTTGCATCTATTAAGTTTATTATAGTTCAATTTATATAATCTTTTAACTTTCTGATTATTGAATTCTGTAATTATAGATAAATCTCTTGTGTTAGTAATATATTCTGTTATTACATCATCCACATCATACATATCAACATTCGGATCTAATATTATAGATTTTGCAGAAACTGTATCATTCCCCAAATATTCCAAGTTAGGAAATGTGGATTTCCTTGTAGTATCTAATTTATTCCAAAAATAAGGAATAAGGTTTACTCTGTTAAATTTTATTAATTCTTCTATAACCTCAAATACCTCACTATTCTTAACCATATATTTATTAACATCTCCTATTAGAGAATTTTTTGGTTTTCTATTCAATATATTATCCGAGTATACAGAATCTATAATATCCTTCAATATCTCATCAGAATATTTTATTTCTAGCGCTCTAGTTATGGTATTTTTTACCCTTGTCATAGATCTATATATATCATAGGATACGCCATACAATATTTTAATTAATGTGCATATTTCCATAATATTAAAATATTGTAATACAGGAAAATCTCCGATAAAATGTATACATAAAAAATTCTTAAATTGATCCGTAACGAAGAAATCATATTCCCTTATTCTAACGAATTCTTTATTTATATCTAAATTTATATTTATTAGGTTTAATAATTGTGTTAAGTTATATGCTTTATATATATCACTCCCCATATCTTTAATCTTAATTATATTTTGTATTATGTATATAATCAGTTGATTATCTAGTGCTTGTATTGTTTCTTTTGTAAGAGTTTGCGTTATACCGACATATGAAGGCATAAAATTATCTGTTCCTATATGGTTAGATAAAATTTTAACATATATTTCGGATGGGAATATACTCATTTTATATTCTGTCATAATAAAATATATATAAGATAATCAATTATATATATTATTATTCTTATAGATCGTATTAAATTATAATTTATCTTATCTCATCTTCATTAAATTATAATTTATCTATCTTATCCTCGTTAATCTATAATTTATCTTATCTTATCTTATCTCATCTTCATTAAATTATAATTTATCTTATCTTATCTTCATTAAATAAGATAAACATATATCATGTACATCATTTTAAAATATTAAATAAATAAAGTGCTATATCATAGTTTCCAAATAAATTTGCTTCTTCTAAAGAATCAATAATATCGTGCCTTTCAATATTATAGTTATTTAACAAATATCTAACTCTTTCATATCTTCCCTTCCTACAAGTCCTCATTAATACACCTTTCCTCAAATACCTTACGTCTACATTTTTCCTCATATCCTTATATTTATTAAAAACTTCCACAGATTCCAAAGCTAATAAATCAACTAAAGCATTATATGTAATATCATTCGTTAATGTCATAAGATATTCATATATATCTTTATTTCCTAATTTAATGGATAATTCTATAGCATAATCTATATTATGTACTCCTAATGTAATTAAATATTTTACCATCTTTAGTTGATTACCATATATCGCTTGTATCATACAATTTATAAGAAAGTAATCCTCCTTACTCCTATCCTTATATTTGTTAAATAATTCTATGTTTCCACTACATGCACATCCACATAAGGCATAAGTATAATCTTGCACTCTCATACCCTCCAACTTTTCTATTAACTCCATATTGGCAAATTTACATGCATAATACAAAGCTAACTCCCCACATATTTCCTTCATTTCCATACATAATTCTGTTATATTATTTGGAGATCCATTTATACAGGAATTTAATAATATGTTGTCCCAATTAATAAAATGTGTTATGGATTTATCTTTTGCCACCTTATATAATTTTTCAAATAAAAATTTATTATTACCTTGTACACAATGATCTATACTACCTCTCAACACCATTGTATCAATATCATATAAATCTTTCCATTTCGGAGTTATATTTATGTTCTTGTCCAAATCTATATCTATATTTTCAAATAGATTGGACAATAAATATAAATTTGAGTGTTCACATGCTCCATAAAATCCATAACATTTATCTGATGTGTTATTTAAAAAATAATCCAATAGTTCTCTATCATGTAAGGCAGCTGCATATTTAAATATTTCATCTATATCATCATATTTGTTTTCATGTTTGGAGATTAAAAGTTTTTCTTTATCAAACCCATTTATTATATTATATTCTATAAATTGTAATGTCTTTTCTCGAATAGATATAAAATATTTGATAAAATGTATATTTTTATATTTACATGAACATTTTAGTCCTACCTTATAAGATTTAACTTCTCCATTAATTATTAAATTTTTATAACTTACTATTGCATCATCTTTTATACAATCTTCAAATGATTTATATGGAAATAAGATAGTATGATATTTATATAATGACCTATAACGTTTAATACAATTAAATAAATTACATATCTCTCGTTGAGATAGATATGGACAAATATTGTATATTAATATATCCTCTACTATATTCATACACAATTTATAAGATTATTTCTTTATATTATTATCATTTTATAATTATCAACTTTATATCTATATATATAGATATGTTAAGTTATGGTTCATTTGATAAATTATAAATTATATATAAATGAACCTACCAGAATTACCAAATGACGTTATATTAGAAATTATGGTTAATACACATCCCTATATAGTAAGAAGGGATCTATCTAATCTTAATAATCAATATAATAATGTATATAATAGAATGATTAAAGTAAAAGTTGAAGGTATAGAGACTTCTATTAAAGAATGGAGATATTTACAGACATTAAAACGTATAGGAAATTTTTCTGCCGTATCATTATTGACGGATTTGGCATATTCTTCTCTATATAATTTGCTATATCCAATTCCAGAATTCCCATACATAGAAAAACCTGCTAATGAATATGTTAATAAAAATTTATACAGAGATGTAGTATATATGGTACCTGATCAGAATGGGGGTATGGGTAATATTAATATTATACATCCATCAGCTAAAGAGAAAAATATCTTACGTTACATTGATTATAATTTGCACAATATAAAGAGAGGATGTGAGTTAAATTATTCAGAAATCGAAATACAAGAATTTATAGATAAAATTACGGAATCCTCTAATAATTTAAGTTTTGGTCAGTATTATGGAATAGATAGAAAGATATGTTATGTTAAAAATGAATATGGTGTCGTCGATAATTCATGTCCATTTAGTTATGAGGATTATGAGCGATCATTAATGAAAGGTAAGGCTAATCAAATAGAAGGTATTAATGTTACTCATAATATAGATGATAACACTATCACGATAAACTATAAAGATATATGGAATGTCACTATTGGTATGTCTCGTTTATATTATATAATTGGAAATGCAGACTTTCCTAAATTAGTTGTTAATAAATTTATTAATATTCTAAATAATGATAGTTTATTTAAACTGGCATATTATGAATCTGTTCAATCAATTATGAATTACTTTAATAATGATACAGTTCGATATGAAGAATGGGATGATGAAAGCGATGAACCCAGTCCTATGTATAAATTCATAGAAAATTTAGAGTTTATTATCGCAATATATTGCACAAGGGAGAAGTTTGATGTTTCTGTATTTGGTAATATGATGGCTATTTATATGAAGAATACTAATATATATAATAATGATGCTGATGATGATTACCCAAGTTATCTTCCTCAATATATTTTTACTCTTAATAACAGAGATGTTTTTTATATCTTTTATACTATACCTACATTCCAACAATATTTGTCGGAATTAGGACCCATTATATATGATAGAGGGATAAATGAATGTTACTTATGGAATTCTATACCATGGATTTTTGATATCTGTTACCATGTTAATTCATTTGATAAAAACTCTATCCCTCTATATCATAGGTTAATCAATGATATTTTAATGAAACGAGGTGGTCTTTATATGCATATTATAGTGTTCGCATTAAAGAGTAATGATCTTGAAGTATTAAACGATGTACTAAACAATTTGTACTAAATGGTATAATTAATGATAATTCAGGTGTGGTCACTTCCAAAATTTCTACTATTCTTATTCTTAACATATTCTGAACAGGGAATAAGTATTCCATCTTCATATTCACATAAATGTGATGTCCATGAATTAGCAATTATATTATTACTGTTATATATTACATCTAAATAATAATTTTTTTCTAACTTACCACAATCCAATATTTTATTCATTCTAACATGATCTTCATATCCTATAAATGTTGATGTACTTCCATAATTAGGACATAATTTTCTTGGATCGACAATACCTTTATTTAGATATAAATTATAAACATTATCATCTCTTGGTGTATGAAAGTTTCTATCACCACTAGAAATCCATATATCATTTTCATTAAAAATTTTAATGATAGATAATTCATATTCTGCTGATAATAGTCTGGGATTTAAGTTGTTAGATATATCCTCGTGTGTAAAATGACTGTTTAATATATAAATATTTTTGTTATCTTTTGTCTTTAATAATATATATTGTAAACATTTATAAAATTGTAATTGTACTCCATAATATATTCTATTTATTTGTAATGGAATATCTCCATACCATCTTAATCCAAAATCTTTACCTATAATAAATTTATCTTTTCTATATCCAATTACTAATCCTTCTTCTGTATCTATAGAATACATACTTAAAGGATGTCCTGTTATAGTATTATATGCTATAATATCGTATTCTATTAATTCATTAGATATGTCGATGTATTGGGAGTGACTAACTTCTTGTAAACAAAATATATGACAAGATTTTAATAGTTGGATAATATACTTTTTTCTGTTATCCCATTTATGATTTTCACTATCAAGTCCACTAAGTTGTATATTATAACTGACAAATGTTAAATCCATTTATACAATGTTTAATAAATCTTTATTGGTATATTGTAAATTATTATATATAACTATAATTTATCATTCTTCCTATTGCAGAGTATAATTATATAATTATACTTTAATATTATCTTAATATTTAAATAATTTAATATAAGAAGATAAATATGATATTAATAGTATAGATGTAAATTAGTACTATTTTTATTTCATGTGTACCTATATATGAGAGGTTTGATATAAAATATTATCTAAATTATAAATTTTATAAGTATTAATATCTATATTAAAATTTATCTTCTCATATAAAGTTATTCCTTTAAGGAATTATAATTTTTAAGAGATTATAGGGTTATGTATTCTATAATTTATAAAAAAATTATTATATAATTATTTATAAAGTTATAAAGTTGGGAACATTGAAATTTTATAATTCCTTAAAGGAATAACTTTATATGAGAAGATAAATTTTAATATAGATATTAATACTTATAAAATTTATAATTTAGACAATATTTTATGTCAGTATTTTTATGTGTACCTACACATAAAATAAAAATAATATTACTTTATATCTATATTATTAATATCATATTTATCTTCTCATTTTCATAAAATTATAATTTATCTTCTATACAATTATAATTTAATCTTATACAATTATAATTTATTCATCTTGAAGAGCGAAGCGAGAATACAATTATAATTTAATCTTATACGGTTATAATTTATCTATCTTGCACAGTGAAGCGATAATATGATTCTATTATTCTTATTATTAAATAAGTGAATATAAGAAGATAAATATCATATTGATAATATAGACATAAATCATTATTATTTTTATTCCATGTGTACCTACACATAAAAATATTGATATAAAATATTATATTGATTATGAGTTTGATAAGTATTATAACTATATTAAATTTTATCTTCTATTATTCTTTTGCAACTTCGCAGATAATTATTATTTTAAGACTTTATGAATTTATATTGATTATGAGTTTGATAAGTTTAATATAGTTACAATACTTATCAAACTCATAATCAATATAATATTTTATATCAATATTTTTATGTGTAGGTACACATGGAATAAAAATAATAGTAATTTATATCTATATTATTAATATCATATTTATCTTCTTATATTTCATTAAACATAAAAATTAATTATAATTGTATTCTCGCTTCGCTCTTCAAGATGGATAAATTATATATATTATAGAAAGATAAATTACAATTGTATTCTCGCTTCGCTATTCAAGATGGATAAATTATAATTGTATAAAGATAAATTATAATTGTATTCTCGCTTCGCTCTGCAAGATGGATAAATTATAATTATATAGATTATATAATCGTAATGTACGGCAATTAATAAATATATTTTGTTAGGTAGTTTGCGATATCGTAATAGTCTAGTTCATATGCAAAATCTATTGCTTCCTCAACATTTATCGCAACCCCCATGTCTTGCAACTTATTAATTATATCCTTTACCATAGACATATTCCTTCCTTGAACTGCCCCATTTAAGGACATTTTTAACATAAATGCCGGACCATCTTCCACCTTATACCTTAAAATTTTTGGTAACATATCCAATAAATATTCTAATATATCAATCTTCCCAGCATATGCCGCCCAAAACATTCCATTGCCAACATCCAACATAATATCATTCAATAATAAGGTTTTAACGTATGGTAAACTAGATGTACATGCTATCTCAAATATTTTATTACTATCATATCCTGAAATCTCTATCACATAATCTATCATATCATTTAAATACTTCTTGTCATCTTCAGAGATACTATCTTTATATAATCTTTCCATATTCATTTCCAGAATGACGTCATAATCATCTTCACTCCATGCAGTTAAATAACAATCCATTGTATATCCTATTGGCACATAATCCATATAATTGGTTTTGGTTAGTCTATGTCCCACCGATTCCTTAATATATTGCTTATATTTTAACATTAAATAATTAGCCAAAGGAATATTTATTCCATTATATGCATATAACATAATATTATTTATTCTAAAAAAATTTATCCTATCATTTCCACTAAAATTCACATTACTCAATACCCAATCTAAATTTTTAATATTATCATTATCAATACAATATCTATATGCTGCAGTCAAACAATCAACATATCCCGATTCCAATAATACTTTTAAAATATTAGAATTCTTATAATCTATACACTTTATAGTTAAAAAACGTTTATCTAATGCTATTGACCATAATAATATATACTTCAAGAAGAGGTGCTTATCTAATTTTATTATTTCTTCCAGTAATTTATTTGTGTCCTCTCTACTAGGTTTTTTATTATTACTATATATAGCAGTGAAATCCGTTTTAAAATCTTCTAACTGGATATCTTTAACGTTCTTAATTAATGCTTCCATGATAACTATCAAATAGTTATAATAGATTAATAAAATATCATTTTCATGTAAAAATTATTAATAGGAATATAATAATTAGAATAACAAGAATAAGGACGGCAATATAAAATATATAATTTGGGATTCCAAGAATGGTGTCTTCATTATTTTCTGGAGGCACGGGAACATTATTACTGAAATCTCCACACACTTGCGAAAAATTAATAGAAGAAATATTGGATTGCAATGCTTCGATGGATACATCTTGTATTATACACTGACATGCACTTCCCTCATTATCAGAACAAGAACTACATACTTGAGATATATTGACTGATCCAGACACTGTACTATTATTTAAACTTATTGTTACATTATCTAATAAACATATACTTTGGCCACATGTTCTCGGTGTAGCATCCGGATTAACTGCAGAAACTACATTAGTCCGATTACATAATGGAGTACATTCCCTATTTATTCTTAATTGTGTATATCTATCATATTGCGGACCAGGAAGATAACACCCGCACCATCTGGCTAAGAATGGATTACCGGCTAAACTGTTGACGGTATCGCTATTGCAGACATCGGTTATATAATCTGAACATATACCTGGATGACGTTGACAAACAGAAAAGAGAAGAGTGTCTAATTCATCACTAGTATCTGGATTATCACTTCCTATTACTCTTCCTGTTGATATATATCTATCAAACATTCTTGGCATGAACGTTCTCATGCGAGATAACCCCTCGTTAGTATAATTATAATCATCTGGTAAAAATGGACCACATCTTTGGAATAGTTGTCTGCTTACAAAATTAGGGCAAATTACTCTCCATCTATTTCTCCATTCTGCAAATTCTTCGGGAACATTTAAATTCAATCCCTCTCCCAAACAATATGATTGTACACTTCTAAAACATGTTGATGATGCTATATTTCTATTTTCCGGAGAACATGTTCTCTGTCTCGCATTGGTATCAAAACAATTTAATATATTTAGATTGCATTGATAATCTCTCAAACAACATAGATCCTGTTGACCTGTAAATGCTCTTCTTTTACAAGGGACAGAACTATAGTTTAATAATGGTCCTATTGGAACTGGTCTATTTACACAAATAGATGGATTTTGTAACTGATTAACTCTCGGATCATTCGGATCATAATACCATTCATTAGAATTTAAATTACTACAAACTTCTTCTCTTACTTCATTGGCTCCAATTATTAATACTTCATCTCTTGGAGCCCGTAATGTCCCAGGAACCACATATAGTTCATCATTACCTGTACATGGTAGTGTAAAATCACCTATTCCTATTGCACAAACTCCAAATGGATTGTCTGAACAAAAATTAGGATTTTGATTACCATTAGGACATGGAGGAAATGTCATCTTCCACTTTAAAATGTTATATTTATATTATAACACATAATTATTTATACTTCCATTTATAATTCCAGAAAATGTTAAAGTATCTTCCGTTCCATATATGTTTACATCATCTCCCTTTATTAATAAATTTAATATGTTCATTAATTCCTCGTAACTAACATTCTTACTAACTAACTTACTATTGCTATTTTCATCCTCGTCCATATTTTTGTTAGTGGAATATAAATTTATACATTTTAATAGATCTTCTGTTTTAATAATAATATTAATCTTATCTTTATACAAAGATATATTAATATTACTATTACATGAATGTCTAAGGAAATCCTTTAATCCCTTTAATGATCTACTATTTTTATGTATAGTATAATTAAATTCCATTATTTTATATATTATATTAATATATAAAATATCATTTTATTAGTCATAGTCATCATCGTTCGTGCTGGAGTCTGAGGAAGAAGATGTGCTAGAACTATATTCAGAACTACAACTTGATACATATGGTTCATATATAATATCATTATTTTTACTGGGGGTATGATTTAAATTGTGTGTTGTATCTTTATTTTCATCGTATGATTTCTCCGTAATATTAGTATGGGTTGAATTATCATTGTTTAATATAGATGAATTCTTTTTGATATTACGAGAAGTATTAATAGTTGATGCTTCATCAAGAACTGCGCATGTAGAATAGTAATTATTAACTTTTCTTGATTTATTGGCTTGTGTAATATTATCATTCTCCCGTCTGCGATCGTATAATATATACGAAACTGTTAGTGGAACCCATATAGTCATCATATCCAGACGTTCCTCCTTAATTCTATTCTCCTCCTTAATTCTGTCCTCCTCTTTAATCCTATTCTCCTCCTTAATCCTATCATTATCATCTTTTTGTCTCTCTAGATGTTCTATGAAATTTTGTACTGGAGGATATAAGGTATTAAATTCTTTTTTCCATATATCTTCAATTTGGTACATACAATCATATCCTAAATTTCTTGGAACATTGTCATTGTGTCCTAAAATATATCCAAAGTAATCCTTAGTATCCTTGACATATACATCATGATCCAACATATGGGCATGCCAAATATAATCTATCTTCTTACTTGGAATTAATACTTTATTAGGATATTTTTTCACTAAATACATAAATTTATGATAGTTTTCAACATCGTTATCATCTAATGTAATATCTTCTTTTGGTAGTTGCTCAATAAAAGGTAGTTGTCTTTGTAAAAATGTTTTTAATAAGGTATTGTGTTTGGAATCAAATATTGGTGTATTTGGATTATTATAATCTTGGATAAAATTATAAAAATTATTGTTATCCTTATTTATATTATATTTATTGTATTCTTGTGGATGAACTAAGGCACTATATAACAATAATTTATTGTTATTATTATTATTAACGATAGATCTCTTTAATAAATTAGTGTATAATGTAACTTTTTTAATTGGGTTCCTTAGTGATATAATAAATCTATTCATAGTTTCATTTTATATAATTATATATAAAATATCATTTTAACAAACATTAGTCTCCACAACTTCCGCAACCTCCATCACTACCATCATCGTCATCATCAATCTGACAAGACATGGATGTATATGCACTACAAGAACTTGTATTCTTCTCATCCCTATCATAGTTATTATCTTTTCGATGATTATTATTATATGAACTTGCCAATGCATCTGGTGAGATTTCATATGCTAACGCTAATAATGCGGTAGTAGTTATTGGATTAATATTAGTATTTTCTTTGTTGGTATCTATTGGATATTTGATTCCAAATTCTTTTTCCCATAATAATTTTGTTTCTGATCTGTGCTCTCTTAATTTATTTTTAGGAATATCATCTCTATGATTTACTGCATATCCAAAATATTTCATAGTATCAGACATATAACAATTATGATCTAACATATGCGCGTGCCAAATATAATCTATCTTCTTACTTGGGGTAAAACATTTATTAGGATATTTCTTTATTAAATACATAAATTTTAGGTAATCTTCTATATGACTTTCGTTTATATGCACATCATCCGGTATGTTATTAATAAATGTAAGTTGATTCTGTAAACATGCTTGTAGGAAATTATTTGAATTAATATGAGTAAACATGGGTAACGATGGGGTTGTGTCTAAATCTATAAATTTATAAAAATCGTTGTTTTCTATGTTAGGATTATGAAATTTATATTCTAAAGGATGAACCAATGCACTATATAATAATAATTTACTTACATCATTTTTATATGTATGGGGATGCTTGTTGTGTTTTACATATATACGTTTATTTAATTGTTTCAATAATTTTGTATAACTGATAACCTTATGGATAGGATTTTGTAATCTTAAAATGAACATATTATCGTTTGTGTATTATATTTTACAAAATAAATATCATTTTGTAATACGTTATATGGTTAAGAATATGGAAAAAATAATTGAAGTGTGGTGGGATGGATGAGAAAATTTTGTGGGTATTAGAAAAACAATGACATCATTTTTTGGAGGACGCAAAGAATCAATTCATGACAAAGTTATGAAGAAGACCAAGGAAAACACTGAACTCCGCGTAAACAACTCAGAAACCATTAGTCAAAAACTTATCCCTGTAGTAGATTCGAAATTAGAAGAAGTAGCTAAAGATGCATATGTAAAGGGAGAAGTAACTATTGATGTAGAACAAGAAATTAAAAATTTAATGCAATCATTCACCGAAGATGAAAATCTTAAAATTATGGATTACAGGGACGATATTTATGTTGCAAATAAATTAATTACTACCTACACCACTCTTGGATTTAAAGTAGATCAAAACAAGGAAGAACCTCATTTATTAACTATTTCTTGGACTTTATAAACATAGTCAAATTAAAAATAGCCATGCGAACTTCGACTAGAATTATTCTCTGGTCGAAGATTATACATTATATTAATTCATAAAAAATGTTTCTATTCTAGAAAGAATATCATCATTTTTACCATTATATCCCAATCTTTCTTTTAAATACTTTTTAAATGTATTAGTGGCAACTCCAAGCGCTTTATATTGAACTAATGAAGATACGGCTCCTGTTACAATACATGCCACACTAAATCCCACAATAAATCCCTTAATATATGCTATATCTTTATCCATTTTATTATCCAAATATTATATTTACTTATCATTTTGTCATCCCATTAATTAAAACGTCAACCAAACATACAACACACAGACTCAATAATATTATAACTTCTCATAAATCTACTAGGTAATATGAATTATTATAGGAAGACATATCATACTTGATATAAACTTTATTAAAAATTTTATAATAGAAGATAAAATGAAATTAATAAATAAATGGATGGATGAATATAAAATATGACAGATTGTGTGTTAGATTGTCCATTTGAGGAAAAGAAAGTTGATGTGGATCCATGGCATTATGTTGGATGTCCAAATTGGCATAAATGTGAATATGCTAAGCCATTCATCGATTTATGCAAGGATAAGCTGCCAAACCAAAAGTTACCTATTAGGGTAGGATGGACAGGATATATTGAATTAAATTCTCTTCCAGAAAAGGGCACATTCGCTTGGTGTCATGACGATGTTGGTAGATTTGTTTGTCTTATTGATGATGTATTAGTATTTCAACGTATGCAAAATGGAGATCTCCTTATGTATGGAAGAGTTACAAATACATATTCTTCATTTTCTGATCAAGCAACATTAGATATTCTAGATAATTTAAGAGAAACAATTTTAAATAGATATCCGTAAATGGTATAAAATGAAATAAATTATTATCTTTGTATGAAGATAGCAAAATGGAGAAGGTATATTATGGAGAGACCCAATGTCAAATGAAAAAATTAAATGGACATAATTGTACAAACTTAGCATATTACATCTATAATAATATGTATTTATGTGGAGTTCATTGTAAAGCAAATAATAGGACAAACATCTTACCTCAAAGAAAGTCTAAAGAAGAATTACAAGAAAAAATACATCAAGAACAAAATTTATTGACAACCAAACTAAACATTATAGAAATGCATAAAAATGATAACATTTCCAATGGTAGAAGTGGTAATGTTATTTTAAGTAAGATGTATATGATGAAAACGCCCACTAGTACCCCAGGATATATAAATGTATATCCGAATTATAAGGATGGCGGAAGAAAAGATGGATTGGGTATGCCATCCCTAAGTCCAAAATCTATTGGTCCTATAAATCATGGACAACCTGGTCTTCCTCCATCTCTTAATTTAGAGAATTTTCATCAGGGAAGCAAATGTTTTATCCAAGAGACAACCATGGTAGGAGATAAATATTATCCTAGTCAAGTTTATAGAGATAATAGAGAAAAATTTTATAAGGATTCCCAACCTCATAGACACAAATTTAAAGGTAATATTAAAGGTAATGTTAATATTCCCGTATTTTTTGTTTGGGTTGATAAGGATGGGAAGGAACATTATTTAGATTATATTACGAGTAGACAATTTTATTGTAATTTTTATGAAAGGTCGGTGATCAATGATCCTAATTATACTAATTTACTTTCATTGATTAAAACTGGATATAATTTACAAATATGTGGATATGATGCTCATAATATAGATGAGGTAAAAGGTATTTCCAAAAATATGTCCCTACACGAGAAAATAGAACGCACATATTTAAGTCCAGATAAGCCATTTGGTCATGAATTAGTGTTATTTTCAATGTTAATGCTTAAGGAAGATAATTATCCATGGAGGAAATATAAAAGTTTTGATTTCTAGTTGTGAGGAATTATGGAAAATTTTCGTATAAATAAATTGATATTTTAATGTTGTAGATTGTTGATAATAAACAATAGCTGAATTAGAGATAATAAAATGCCGACATTAAACTATACTTTAAGTTTGGGTAATGTGTATGAGAAGGGGGAGGACTTTGAATATGATTATATTGGAGAAACTGTTAGAGAGAATATAGAGGATGTATTAATTGTTATTAGTAAACAGTGTGAGTTTACATATACATTACAACAGGAAGGCAGAGATACGCTTTGTGGGACATACTTATTAAATTCGGATGAGGATGGATATGATTACATTGGAGAATCTCTAAGAGAAGACTTAGAGGATAAATTAGATTATAGTAAAGACTTTAAACTTACTTATTCTCTAACATATTAAATATAAAGTTGATGATCATAGTATATATAACATTAGTAATGTTATATTACAAAATATAAGATAATTATATAATCTATAATTCTATAATCTATAATGTATAAAGACAATTCTATAATATACAAGATAATTATATAATATATAAAGATAATTATATAATCTATATTCTATAAGTATAATTCTATATTCTATATTCTATAAGTATAATTCTATAAAGATAATTCTATATTCTATAAGTATAATTCTATAAAGATAATTCTATATTCTATAATCTATAAAGACAATTCTATAATTATAGAATTCTGTAATCTATAATCTCATAATCTATAAAGACAATTCTATAATTATAGAATTCTGTAATCTATAATTTATAATTATATAATCTATAAAGACAATTATATAATCTATAAAGACAATCCTATAATCGATGAGATGATTATATAATTTAAAAGTATATCAGTGTAATTAATACTATATTATATTTATATATAATAAATAACATAATCTTTAAATTGATATTTATTATCATCTTTATTCTTGCATAAAGATGTATCGTTTAGGTGATCATTTATATGACGGAGGTGCCCAGAATTTGTTGATTGTTGTTTTTGTTGTAATACTTGTCACTATACTAGCAAATGCTTGTTCTGGAATATTAAGAGACAGATCTCGTAAAAATAGACTTAAGAATTTAACAAAAGGATCCAATATTAAACATTCATATCGAAATTATAAAATTATTCATGAACATCATTTTGGAAATAATAAATCCTTAGCAGAATATATAATGAAGGATATAATGTTGTCCAATGAAAATGCTACCTCCTTGGTTTTAAAAGTTTTATGTCTTAAAGATGAGGTTAAGTACACTATTCCATTGGATAAAATATCATCATTTGATAGCCTAAAAGTGGAACTTGGTGGGTTGTTAGATACTACATTAGATGATATAAATTATTCATATAAGGTATTATATGGGTTACATTATAATAATTTATAATGATTTAATTCGATGAATATAAGATAATAATAAATCCATTCTATTAAATACAAGACATAAATATATATATTTGTATGGATCCTCGGAATTAGTTGCGAACATTTCTGATGTAGAGGAAAATAAAGATTGAGACCAACCAATTCTATTTAATTCTTTATATATTACATCAAATTTATAAACGTCCTCATCTAAAATATTTAATAATACTTTATAAGATAATTGTCTATTATAATTTAATAGATAAGGGAATAATTTACTATACATAGACTTAAATACTATATTATATATAAGTTCTTGATATGAAGCATCAATATAATCTAATAAGTATAATATGTATCCCCATGAGACATTCTCTGACATTATATATCCTATAAGATAATAAAATGGGTCTAAAGTAAAATATTTACAATAATATCCATCGGTGACTGATACATATATTATATTATTTAATATTTCATTCTTATATCGATGAAATACTAAATATGGATTTGGAGAGTGAGATACCATATGTATTAAAGAAAATGGAAAAGTCCATGTATCAGGTATCGCTTCTCCTCCATTTGTTATATTATACCAATAGGATTTCAAATTTTCTTCACCAATAAATGCGTAAGATATTGGTTTATTATATGACAAAGAATATAAATTATATTTAAATATAATATCGGCAAGTAGATGGGATTGGCTCGTATATAATGAGAAGTTATAAATTTCATCGATAGAATACAGATGTATTGCACTAAGAATAATTGATTCCATATCAATAAATTCGGAAGCTAGCTTAAGATAAAAAGATGTATTATAAATATTTGGATATAAAATTTTCATAATAAGGTTTATATCATGAGTTTGTAGATGTTCTATATCATATCCTATATATTTGCGACATAAGTATTTTTTGCATGCAGAAGATGTTAAAAATTTATATAATTCTGTATTATAATTTATTATATTTTCTGTAAGGATAGAAGGATGTGAAACTGATAGGTATATATAAAGATTTGGTAAGGATAGATCACTTCCTCTATCTATATATTTGGGAAAATTATTATTGTCTATGCGATTAAAACGACTAATAAGTATGCTCTTAAAATATTTTTCTTTACAAAGTGAATATAAGGATTTATTAGAGGAAGAAATCTTATATATTGTTGGAATGTCAAAACTTAATAAACCAATATGTTGAATTATCTCCAATGGTAACATCTTTCATTACTACTAATTTTCTCTCCCATTTCTAAATTATTTAATATTAAATAATTTATTTTACACATAAAAGAATATTATCCTACAATAATTATATACTATATATGTATAATTTTTTATTATATTATATTCTCTTGATAATAACAATCAATATGTTATCTCATAGATAGACTTTATTATAAATATTTAATATTTTATAAAATATTATATTAAAATATAATAACTATTAATATATGGATATTGATATGTATTAGTTATCCTAATAATGCAACTATATTATCGATTATTAAGGTAATATATTTATCATATGGAAGAAGAAAAGTTTAAAGATGATAGATTATTGGAGTGGGATGAAAAATAGAAAAGAGGTAAGATGGTAAAGGATGAATTGGGAAGTAATTATATTAGACGGAACTCTCAGTAATGCATTAATTATATATGATAAAGACTATGGGAATGTATTTCCATATTATAATAAGGAGAACTTTAGAGATAAAACTATGGAGGACATTCTTGAACGGATCACAGGTGTAAGAATCGAAAAGTATAAACATAATATACTATCCATATTTAACGACTCAAATAGTTATGTTTATGTAATTCAATTATTTGAACATTCAAATAACATAACTATTAATAATCTTTCTTCTTGGATTTCTATTAATGCTCTCACTACATATGTTAATAATAATAAACATTTATGTACTACCCCATTTGTAAACAATATAAATCATCTTAAATATGTTCTTAATCTATGCCAATAATTTGTTTTAATAAAATTTAAGAACAAAAAATTGATATAAGAAAAGAAAGATGGCGAGTAAATGAGAAACAATATGAATAGCGATAGTTTAGAGTATAGAAATCATAACAAGTTTGGCAAGATTAACATATCTATGGATAATGGAATGGTTATGTTAACGGGAGATACATACGCAGTAAAAGAAATTATTAAGAGATATGGATATAAATATGATGGTAATAGTAAGAGCTGGCATATGGTTTTAATGACATCTCCACAAGAGCAAATGGTCAAAATTAATCAATTAAAAGGAGAAATTTTAGAATTCTTTTCTAATAAAAATAGTCTTAGCATTAAGAAACGAAATAATACTAAAGCACAAAAGAAAGGTGTACAAGAACATAATGCCACATCTTTATCCTTAATTGAAAGTAATAAAAGAGCATACCAAGAATATCGACATCCACATAGTTTTGTTCCTCCTGGCGATTGCTGTTTTACATGTGGATATAATGTGTTTTCTCATCAACAATTTAATCCAAGGGATCCAGTCCTTTGTTGTCCGTATTGTTCTAGAAGTTTTGATGATTAATATAGCCAAATTGATTTTTATAATATTATATTATAAAAATAGAGAAATGGAAGTTAAAGTTATATATAATAATAAATCTATAGGATATATTAAGATTTATCCAAACTATACCTTATTACAAATATATAATTTATTGTACCCATATATTGAAGATAATATGATTGCAAAATTTATGGGAGCAAATGGGGAGATTATAGATTTTCCTATACCTACTCATGAAGGTGCATATGGTAGTAATATTCCCATGCAATCATTATCTCTCAATATAAATAGTATTGTCTTATATAAGATAAAACCTATAGATAGAAAATAATTATAATATAGGATTTTAAATTGTTATTATAAATTTATAAGAAAAAAAATTTATAATATAAAAGAATTAGAAGATAGAAGTTAGAAAATGGAGATCGAATTTCCTTCTTTGATGATAAGTAGACTTACATTAGACGATGATAATAATGTTAGTGTGGACAAGATAATGGAGCGCAGAATTGTAGGCACCAAGTCTTTGATTTGATGAGATCATAAATATATTAACCGTACAAAAGGATAAATTTGGTTCTTTAGATAGTTTATATAATGATAATCTATATATTTATATAGACAATGATAATAATCATCTCATAGGATTTGTTATATTTCAAGTTATAGATAATTCATGTATTATGGTACATAGAATATTTGTAGGTGAAAAATATAGAGGTATGGGATATGCAACTAATTATATTAATACCATGAAATCTTTTGGTGTCGATATATGTTTAGAAGTATATGTCGACAACATAGCAGCCGTTAAGCTATATGAAAAATTATTATTTAATATTATTGATATGCATTATGACCCAGAATTAAATAAAAATTATTATATTATGAAATTTATTAATAAATAATATATTATATTTTATATTTTGTAATATAAAATCTATGGATACAACATTTAACTCATATAAAATAGTTGGAGAAGGTGGATATGGCATGGTGACAAATCGTAAAGGTAATATTTGTACTAAATCATCGGATGAGTCACGTATTTTCATTAGGGAAATAACTAATCTTAATATATGTCAACACCCCAACATAATTCCCATTTTAGATGTGTTTATCGAAAATAAATCATATAATTTTGATATGCCATGTGTTCCATATAATTTATTTGATTATATAAATCAAAAAGGAGAACAAAGAGGGATACAGAAAAGAAATTTAAAAACTTTTGAAAAGAGTGAATATAAAATACAGGATAGATTTCGTAATAGGTCTTTACCAACTGTAATTTCAAAAGATAGAAACATAACATATACAGGATTAGATGATGAAGAAACTATATATTATGCAACTCTAATATTAAAAGCAATAAATCACTGCCACAGATTAGGTATTTGGCATAGAGATTTAAAGCCTGAAAATATATTGGTAAACGGCAAAGATCTATATGTCATAGACTTTGGTCTATCTTTGGATTCTCGAAGAACAAAAGGTTACTCGGATACTGACATACAAACTATATGGTATAGATCTCCGGAAGTATTTCTAAATAATAGATTTTACGATGAAAAGATAGATGAATGGAGTATTGGATGCATCATTGCGGAGATGATTAACGGAAATCGTTTATTTGATTTTATTCATGAGGCCTATAATTGGGATCAAGAGAGTGCAATATTAGATGGTATATTTTATATGCTTGGAACACCCAGTGTCGATGAATTAACATATATCTCTCAAACAAATTATGATAATATGAGTAAATATAATATTTATCCTGGGTCAGATATATCTAAATTTCTTAAAACCAATAATAGTGCACTTATTAACGTATGTCGAGGATTATTACAGATTAATTCTGACAATAGATTATCTTGTGCAGAAGCCTATTATATACTAACAGGAGAAGAAATATCACGAACTCCAATATCTAGAATGTATTCTAATATTAGACCAGACGTTAACTATAATAGTAATATTAATCTAAATCAACGAAGAGTAATTATAGAAAGGATGTTTGAAATTAGGAATGCTATCTTATTACAATATGATACTATATTAAATTCTATTGTTATCTTTGATAAAATATCTAGTATGAATGTTTTGACGAGTAAAAATATAGAACTATATATAATAGTATCGATGTTTATTTCTTCATCCTTAAATAGTGACATGGTAAATGAAGCTCGGGATTACCTTGGTCTTATAAATAATGCATACACAATTGAACAATTTGACTCAGTGTTATCGGAAATTTTAAAATTATTAAATTGCAATGTTTCTTTTATTACAATTAGTGATATTTTTATCAGTAGATCCGATATATCAATTATTTATCCTATTTTTATATTTTTATTATCATCTCCATTAACATTCGATTATACTTGGGATTTAATAAATAAATTATTAGTTCAATATAAGGATTTAATAAAAAATCCAAAGGACTTCGATAGTATCTTTATTGATAATCGCGACATATTTAAAACTTTATTAGATCCAATGATAGACAGTAAATACATGAAATCATATAAAAATGTTTATTATACTCTACATAAATTTTAATAACAACTTTGTTCAATCTTACATGAAAAATTCAATATATACGGAAGTATTATTATTTATATAATTTATTACATTATTTGGTATATCTTTATAATATTTAACATCATCAACATACCATATATTATCTATTCTTGTCCATAACTTAATAACATCTCCATCATTAACTATAACAAATGGAATATTAATATATTTATTAATGAATTGTCTTAATTTAATTATTTTATCTATATCACACATAACTATATTGTCATTTATTTCTCCATTCCAAGGTTTTATAATTACCTTACCATATTCGTCTTTATACCAATCCCATCCATTGGAATCTAAATATTTATTATAAGTGGGACAATATATAAGAAAATGATCTATATCTTTCATACCTTCTCTTCTCATAGTATATATTTCTGCATTTTCATCTAAGTTTTGTTTTATAATTGGAAGGATAGCTTGTGCGAACAAGCCACAACCTCCCTCATCCCAATAAGGTATATCTTCTCCCAATATCTTATATGATGGTAATGTTCTAGTTAAATATTGTATTTTATCTCCAATGTTCTCCAAATATATTATTTCCATCGTAAATAATCTTTATTTTATAAAGATTATTTATATTAAGTTATTTATATGCTTCATACGGTTCCGTATCATGATAAACATCTTCTCCATTAATATAGGCATCGTATGATTCTTTATATTTACTCATATATAGAATGGCTGCATCCACAAAATCTTCATACATTTCTGGATATGATTCTCTATAATCTCTTAATATGTGAACATAACATAATCTTGTGTCATTCCTATATTTTTACAAACTAAATTTGATAAGTATTTCTTTCTCTCATCACTACATTCTATTACATTTTTATATCTTACAGTTTGTTTTATATCTTTGCTATCCATTCTACTATATTCTTTATTTTATAATAGAGTCACTTTATTATATTATATATCATTCTATATATTTTATTTCACGTTATATTATGTTATAAATGGTATTAATAATGCCATCCTTATTTTACATTATTTTCATTCCATAGGGTAGTATACACGAACAAAATAAGGTGAATGTTTATATAAATACATGTATTTATATGTCATACTATCTATATGTAAAAGTACCTTATATGAAAATTTATTCTTTTAAAGCATTATAATTTTTATTGTGTCCTAATTTATCAAGTATACATAATAAAAAAATTTATAAACTATATATTATATAATTCCTCAGACTCTCAAAAATTATAATGCTTTAAAAGAATATAATTTTTTATAGAATATGCTTTATATACAGTTATCAGTATATCTAAATTCATTTATTTATATAAACTTTTATCGTATTTTCTTCGTGTGTACTACCCTATGAAATGAAAATAATATGAAATAAGGATCATAATACTAATACCATTTTTATCATGTAATTAGAATATATAAGACAATTATATAAGTATAAGATAATTATAATCTACAAAGATAATTATAATGTATAAGATAATTATAATCTATAAAGATAATTATATAATGTATAAGATAATTATATAATCTATAAATAATTGTATAACTATAAAGATAATTGTATAACTATAAAGATAATTGTATAACTATAAAGATAATTATATAACTATAAAGATAATTATATAATGTATAAGATAATTATATAATCTATAAATAATTGTATAACTATAAAGATAATTGTATAACTATAAAGATAATTGTATAACTATAAAGATAATTATATATCTATAAAGATAATTATATATCTATAAAGATAATTATATATCTATAAAGATAATTATATATCTATAAAGATAATTATAATCTATAAAGATAATTATATAACTATAAAGATAACTATAAAGATAATTATAATCTATAAATAATTATATAATCTATAAATAATTATATAATCTATAAATAATTATATACTCTTTAATATTATATATTAAAGAATTTATTAACTATGTAATGTACATGCAACTTTATGATAGATTGGTGATTACAATATCAACTTTATGTCCATTAAGTACATGACTTTCCGCTTTAATTTCCACTTCATCTCCCCTACTTTCCAATCTACGAACCGGATAAATTAACTCTTCCTCCAATTCCTTTTCATACTTCTTGACTACTAAGTCAACACATTGACTATCACTTGCATAATAAATTCCAATCTTGTTCCATGGTCGCAAACCACTATCCTTTCTCATCTTCTGCACTGTCACTATAATCAATCTCTTCATATACACCATCATTACATCCTCATCTTGTGTACAATCAATCACAACAATCGTGTTCTCCTCCTTGCAACTATATTCCACTTCCTCTCGTAACTCAAACTCTTGACTACTAGAAACCGAGAAATAGTTCTTCGAGATTGTAATCTTCTCCCCACTTACCTCAATTTCCATTCCTTCACTAACCATTCCTCCATCAACATAACCCTTAATGCATTCCTGAGATAAAGCTGCAAGTTTATTCTTTACTTCCACAGCCTTATTTCTATATTTTAATCCAATCTCCTTGTGATTAGGTTCAATCTTGTACTTAGTAACTCCACATTCCTTCTTATATTTAATGGATAAACAATTAATCTCATCGTACATATATCTTTCTAACTCCTTCAAGTCCTCTAAATATTCCACATCCCCATTAACAATAGTTACGGATTTTAATGGGACTTTGACACTAGTAGTATTCTTATTCTTCGTTCTCAGCGATCTCACCATTCCAGCAACTAATTGTAATCTACTCATTCTTCTCTCCACAACTTCATCGCTATTATATTCTTCCACTTTTGGATACTCACAAAGATGGACACTATCTCTTCTTTCATCATCTCCTAGTAAAACCTTTAACTTTCCATAAATAGTTTCCGATAAGAAAGGAAGGAAAGGTGCCGAAAGGATAGAAAATGTCAACATCACATGATATAAAGTGGAGAGAGATTGACTTTGATCTTCCACAGTGCAAAATCTTCCTCTAAATCTATTTCTATTAAATTTAATATACCAATTAGTTAGGTCCTCAATGAAGTTCAGGATTTCTGGTTTTACTCTCCAAAAATTATATTCTTTCATATGCTTATCAATACTATCCAAAATATTCCTTAATCTACTCAAAATCCATTTATCAGTGACATTATTACTAACCTTATAAGCATTAAGATCCAATTTATTTCCATCCTTCTCAAACTTAAGAATATGCTCAATAAGAAACTTTAAGGAGTTAAATAATTGGAAGTACTTTGCGTTAATATCTTTAATATGCTCCTTATTAAATTGGAATGATTCTGCGTGAGCTGCTGGAGATCCACTTAAGTACAGTCGCAAAGCATCCGATCCATACTCATCACATACTTGCATTGGTGGAATAAAGTTACCTAATCTCTTACTAAACTTCTTTCCATCTTCCGCTAAAATCAATCCGCTGCAAATTACATTCTTAAATGCTGGTTTGTCTAACAATGCTGTTGATAATACTGTTAAAGTATAAAACCATCCTCTTGTTTGATCTAATCCTTCACAAATAAAGTCTGATAAATATTCTCTATTATTAAAATAGTCAGAATTTTCAAATGGATAATGAATCTGTCCAAAAGGCACGCATCCACTTTCGAACCAACAATCAAAGATATCACCACATAATTTTAACATTCCCTTACCCATAGACGATGGAATTTGGATATTATTAATGTATTGAGGATGGAGATTAGTGGGACGCTCATCTAGTCCTGCCAACTGCACTAATTCATCGATAGATCCAACACATACCATCTCTTGTCCATCATCAGATACCCAAACAGGGATTGGTGTTCCAAAAAATCTAGATCTAGAGACTCCCCAGTCCTTTGCATTTTCGATCCATTGTTTGAATCTTCCAGTTCCAATATTCTCAGGAACCCAATTAACCTTCTTATTGTTAACAACCATCTTGTCCTTAATAGATGTAACTTTAATGAAGAAACTAGACACGGCTTTATAGATTAGAGGAGTGTCTGTTCTCCAGCAATGAGGATATTTGTGCTTATATTGTTCCTTCTTCAAGAGTTTGTTCTCTCCTTTTAATCGTTCCAGAATTCCTTTATTGGTATCCAAGACATGCATTCCGACATAATCGTGAACTGCGCTAGTAACAAATCCATTATCATCAATAGGGCAATAATTACCTACTTCTTCGACATGGACGATATCATTTTTAATGCATGCATCAAAGTCGTCCTGTCCGAAGGCTGGAGCTAGATGAACGATTCCAGTTCCATCGCCTCCTTGTACAAACTCGGCAGTAATAACTTTAAACTTTCTATCTTGAGAAAAATAATTAAATAACGGAAGATATTCAATATTCTGTAAAGTAGATCCTAAAAATTCCTCAATGACATTATATTTTACCTCTTTATCCTTCTTAGATTTTGGATATAAATTATCTAGACATTCCTTCGCCAAGATATAATATTCTGAAGTAGTTAAATCCATTACCTTAACATAAGAAAGATTGGAATTGACAGCGAGGGAAAGATTACTGGGTAAAGTCCACGGAGTCGTTGTCCAAGCAACTAGAAAAGTATTATCCATTCCTTTAACATGAAATTTAACATAGGCAGCTGTGTCTGTGACTTCTTTATATACATCATCACCACTGGCTTCACTAGCAGAAAGTGAGGTTCCACATGCGGTAGAATAAGGCATAATACGATATCCTCTATAGACTAAATCTTTCTCCCAAAGAGTTTTCCATGCCCACCAAACCGTTTCCATAAATTTATGATCCATGGTTTTATATTCATTATTAAAATCGACAAATCTTCCAATTCTATTATATACAGGTTCCCAGGCCCCTGAATAACTCTTAATAACTTCTTCACATTTTTCATTATATTTTCCTAAACCATAGTTTTTGATGTCTTGATTCGTTGATAATCCTAATAATTTACTGACAGCCTGTTCAATTGGTAATCCATGGACGTCATATCCAATTTTATTTAAAACATTTTTACCATGCATATTCATATAATTAACTAAAAAGCTTTTCATAATACCAATATGAACGTGACCAAAATGTAAATTATCTGAGGAAACAAATGGAGGACCATCTAGGTTGTAGAATGTTTCTCCATCTTTATTTTTATTTGCTACTTGACGGTATAGATCTAATGTGGACCAATATTGAAGGATATCTTTTTCATTTTGAGGGAGTTTAAAATCTCCGGTAATTTGAGTTAAGGTATTTTGTGCCATTGTATTATACGTATAGTTTCTCACTTTTAATTAATTTTTAATTAAAAATTCAATTTATTATATATTGTTGTATAGATAATAATTATTTTATAAGATATACGGATCTCTGAAGAACGACATTATCTCTACAACCAATATATGTGCGTTTTTGATCATCTTCTATATATCCAAAAGATGGAAAAATATATGTTAAAGGTAATAAATAAATATGTTTCTTGAAGGAGATAGTATAATCTTTAAAAGTATGATATAAAATGTATAGAGGATGAGGTATATCAAATACTATGTTATATGTAATATATAGATAATTTTTTTGTATGTAATAGAATATATGATCAGAAGTAATTTCCGTGAAAAATATACGATTTTCATGTTTTTGGGGATAATTTTCTACCAACATATTAAATAAATCGGCATCTCGTAACTTAATATTTTTTTTGACGCGTATCCTTTTTGTTATATTTACATTATGTATAAATTCTCTTAATTTTACATATAATTTAATATTCGGATTATTGTGAGATAATTTAAGTTCTTGTTCAATAATATTTCTCCAAATATGCGTGTCATCAGTTATTTTTTTAAAATCTTTATTTACTTTTCTAATAGATACTAAATCCTTACCGTTTAAAAGTTTTGTGATAATATAATTTATTTCTATTGGTAGAAAATTCATCCTCTATTTCAATTATTTCAAAAAATATTTATTGTATTTCATATTTATAAATTATTATAAGTTATAATTATATAAACACATAATATAAAATATATTATGTTATATGTTATTTAAAAATCCAAGCATACATGTCTGGATTTGATACATATACAGGAATTGTACTAGCAACCGCCAATAACATATGTTCTTCAATCTTATCCTCCTCTTTATAACTAATTCGTATTACTTTTATTCCATGAGATATTGCATATTTTGTTTTGAACTTATCGGTTCCACGTCTTCTACCAAATTTTGCCTTGCTATCACCAAACCATTCCGATTGTTCAAAATGTTGAAGTCCGTCAAATTCTATGACATATTGATTGCCCCACATAGTAAAATAAAAATCATATCTACATTTCCTCTTATGTAACTTATACATTTCCGGATCCCTATATTCACATATATACTTAACATTCCATTTCTTCAATACATTCTCAATGTTAGTCTCTCCTTTAGATTTATTACATACTGGACACCATTTTCCCCTTGATACATCAAACGGTTTAGCCTTCCAAACATGACCATTCCCACATTTAACTTGAACCTTTCTTCTGCCATTTATGTATTTTCCTATAATGATTCCGTTCTTGTCACTAACCTTTTTATAAAATTTATCTTTGAAATCACTCATTTTATTTTCTCTCATTACATTTTTTTATTCAAATCAAATGAACCTTAGAACATAATTCTTGTATTCTCTTTTCATGTTTACATTTAACAAGGATAATACCTTCCTTATTTACTAAGTCTAATCCTCCATATTCATTATTTAAGTTACCTCTTGATTTCTTTCCAGTTGATGTATATACGTCAAGTGTATCCTTACTTATTCTTATATAATTCAATGACTTCTCACTTTCACTCATTCCTTCGTATTCCTCTCTGACATTGTAATATTTATTTCCTTCCACAATTTTCAATCTTATTGTGTCGTTTCGTAACCTCATTAATTTTTCCATTTCTTCAACAAATCTTGTAATCTTCTCCATCGTTTCTATGCGATGTTATAAATAATATTAAAATCACTTTTTTATTTTCTCTCATTACATTTTTTTATTCAAATCAAATGAACCTTTTATATTTACCTCTCGATATTCATCATCTTATTATATTATATCTTCATCCTTATTACCTCCTATCTTTATCTCTCGTTAACAAATTTTATAATAATTTATTACATAAACGACACAAATTTATATTACACAAATGGCTATCATTATCTATATATTCATCCTTATCACTACATCAATCTATTAAATTATTGGATTTTATATATCCACCTGTATATAGAATAAATACTATGAATGATGTCAATAAGTATACTAAGATATTTTATTCCGCTATATATGAAAATTTTCCCTTGATTGATCTAATGTCGATATCTAAAAGTTATACATCTATCCCTTTTCCGTTTATTTTATCTCATCCTGATGAAATATTTTTATCTGTACATAAGAATTATATACTTGGAGAAATATTACCATGTTTACGAGAAAAGAGATTAGATTATATTAAGGAAAGATATGGATTACAATTTTCCGATCTTGTGAAATATAATTTATTGTCTAACTATAGTTCATCTATTTATTACAACAATAATATATTTAAAGATGTAAAAATATATCAGTTATTATATTCTAGAAAACCTTATGAATTATTTTTAAGTAAAAAACAAACATTTTTTGATTGTAGCGTAATATTTAGACACTCATATGAGGGAATAATATATGACAATCAAGAAAGTGTCATAGCTCATATATTATACAGCAAAGAACACAATACATCATTATTGCATATTAAGGATCTTATTCTAGAATATATAGAATATATTACATTATTTGTCTTAAATATTAAATGTGATCAAATATTTAAAGAAATAATTAATTCTAGAATTGTCATGAATTATATGGTATGTTATTTATGGAGGTTAGATGATGATGTCTTTATATACAATATAAAAATGATATATTCTATGTTTAGTCAGGAGGAGGGATTATTTTATAATTTTATTATAGCTCCTCTTTCTAACTCTAAGCAATATAGAAAATTATATTTATGTTCTAAAGTTATTCCAAACTTTGATATATCATATCTTATTAGATTATTATAACTCCATTTAATAAATGAATAAGATAAATAAAATGAATACTGACCTTATAGATAAAATATCATATAATTTTATCTTCGTGGGATACTATACATAACAACATTTTATATAATAGATATTTAAAATATTAAATTTATAGATATTGATAACTATATCCAATATTATCTTCTTTTATTATTTTATTCTTTTAAGGGATTATAGAATTTTATAAATCTATAGATCGCAATTATGTACATTATAAAAAATTTTTTATTATACAATTATAACTTTATAACTTATAAATTATTAGATTATTATTATTTTATATTTCCATAAAAGAATAAGATGATAAGAGAAGATAATATTGGATATAGTTATCAATATCTATAAATTTATGTATAGTATCCCATGGATATTAATTTATATAACATTTAATCCATAAGATTAGTATGCATTTTATTACTTCTTTATTTTATTATTTAATAATAAAATAAAAAAATATATATGGATAGTATCCCATGAGAATAATCTTGTATAGATTTTTATGTATCGTGTTAGTATTATTTATAATCTTTCATAAGATGGTAGTATATATAAATTACAACTTATATAATATTTATAAATAATTATATATAATCTTTCATAAGGTGGTATACATAAATTTTAATTTATATAATATTTAATAAATAAGATTAATATTACTTTCTTTATCTTATTATTAAATAAGATGAAATTATATTAAGAATGTTTGTGATATGTATATTCTAATCCAGCAACGTTGTATCCGGCAGATGCAACCCTGGCTATTAAATCTTGTAACTCGTTAGATGGTGGATATGGTGATCGAGATAAAAGGGATAAGGATCTCTTTTCTGGATCAGATACTGCAGCATATTTATACCTAGGATATAGAGTATCCTCCGCCACGACAATTATATCATAATATCCGGTAATTTGTGGGACTGGTCCTGTTATTCCGACACTTGGTTGAAATGTTATACTCAATCTTCTATTATTAGGATCTACGGAACGGCCCACCCCGTAAACACTATATTTTGTTGGATATCCTGTACTATTATAATATGTAGTATTATAAACTCCAATAGTACCATCTGAATTAATGGAATATGTGGCCAGTGTATTATATGCACCTGTAGGTTGATAGAAACTTGGTAAATGTGCTACATCATACCAAGTGCCAGAATATTTATTTAAATCCACATAGAATGGATTAACAGGTTGAATCGGTATAGCAGTGGGAATTCCGTTATACATTTATATATAGACAAAAAATTTTATTACAATAACAATTTATATTTGCTATGATATATTATATAATATTATAATTATTATGTAAAATTGATTATGTAATTAGATCTTACATAAGAATGACACATACAAGATGGAATATAAATTAATAACAACCCAATTTGAAACCTTATACGTTATCGATGAAAAACAATATAACAAACTACTTAAAGTTTTACCAAATATTAAGATGTTAACTTCCGGATCTCATGTTGTAATCCCTAACTTCGCCAATATGGTACACAGTAAGATGACAAAATGTCTCACTAGAATTATTTGGGGAATGAAAATAACCCTTTCCTGTTTAGAGTTAATACATAAATTAGGAGGTAATTTTGAATATTATGCAACCCAAGAACTAGTACTTAGATATATTTGGATATTACAAAACTTTATTAGGAACAAAGATGAGAAAGGATTTAAGGTTGATCCAAGAATGAATGCATTATATGAACCAATGGATAATTTAATTAGTAATAACTACATGTCATGGAAGTTATCTATTATAGTACAAAAATTAATACTAGAGTCATCAGAAGTTAATAATGTTCCACAAGATCTTGATAAGAGCGATAACTTTTGTTATGAATTGTATGATCATAAATTATTAAAAGGATTGGACGGATTAATTTATAAGTCAGATAAAAATCTTATTGTAAATATTCCTATAAGTTCTCATACAGACTCTCCAGTTATAATTGGAATTCACGATGGTAAATTATATCTAAAACATTATATGTATACTAAATATAAATTTATTGATATGCAAGAAATTATGTATAGATCAACAGGTTCTTTATTATGGATAATAGAAAATTTTCCATATAATATATACAATATGAGAGGTCGAGTTAAGTATGAAATAAATTCTGTGAGTGGCTGGTAAAATATCTATCGAGTATATAATATATATGATTTTCATTCCCACACTTCATTAAATCTTATGTTTAAGATTTAAATATAAAATAATAATTAACTAATGTGAATAACTTGATTTCTTCTCTCGCATCCACATCTGTCCATAACATAGTGAGATAAATTTCTATTATTATTCTTACCATCCATAAAAATCCAATCTATTGCATGTCTTTCATCTTCACACTCAAACAATAGTTCATTTCCATATAATACATACCACATCCCATATTTTAATTTACCCTCATCTTTTAATTTCTCATAAACCTTTCTAGTTAATTGTGTAACACTCATTTTGCTATATAATAGCAAAATTAAAATATAATTTTCATTTTTATTTACAATATACTATAATTATAATTTTCATATCCACACCATTCTAAAAAATAATCTGATATTACTCTATTATTCTCTTTACAATGTTTCCATAACATATTTCCTGCATCTCCTTCACGTTTAGCGCAATGTAATACTTCCCCGTTGTATAATACATACCACATTCTCTTCTCTAATTTTTCTTCCTCTTTCATCTTATAATATGTAATCTTACTAATATTATATACTGACATCTCGTTCACTAATATCTTAATATATTTAATAAAATATCAATTTTGTAATTAATATCTATGATATGTATATTCTAATGCATTAACATTATATCCGGCAGATGCAGCTTTAGACAATAGGTCTTGTATTTCGCAAGCTGGTGGGTATGGGGTACGGGATAATATATATAAGGTTCTTCTATCAGGATCAGATACCACACTATATTTATAATTTCCACAATCTTCAACTAATATAACTATGTCATAATATCCTTTAGCTCCAGGTAATGGTCCATTTACTCCATTACTTGGTGGGAAGTCAATTATTAATCTTCTATTATTACAATCTATGGATTTTCCAATACCACATATACTAAACTTAGACTGACATCCATTGATATTATAATATGTATTATTATATACTCCTACAGTTCCATCCATATTAAGTGAATATGTTGCTGTTGTATTGTATCCTCCTGGGGGCTGGAAATATGCTGGAATATGAGCTATATCATACCAAACTCCAGTATATCTATGTAAGTCTACATAAAAAGCATTCGATGAATTTGATAAATATGATGTTTGTGTTGTATTGTACATTTATTTATTTATATATAATTTATAATTATATATAATGTAAACTATTTATCGTTACCTTTATTAAATTATATAACAATCCGACTCGAAATATAATATAAAATTGAAATTGTATTGATTAAAAATATAAACTAAACCTAATAAAACATGGATTCTGAAGATAAATATATTAAAAAATTATATAATATTTTATACTCAAATCCTAATAAACTCTTTTATATGAAAATTATATTGGAGGATGAAAGTTTATCGGATGAAGATGTTATGAAATTAATTTCACAGTCTTCCTTGAAGTTGCGACATATATTAAAGTTCGATGATGAAAAAATAAATGTAACTGCAGAGGGCACTGGTTCTAATTTCTTAAATCTCATAGACAATAAGGTCGTAAATAGTATTTATCCAGTAAAAACTATGCAAATTTAGTACCATAATGATGTAGTCTGATGAGGAAATTGAATTTTTAATATTGAAAGTGGTTTTAATAGAAAATGGGCACTAGAGGACTTTTTGGCTTTGTTTATAAAGGTAAATATTATGTTGCATACAATCACTATGACTCATATCCAGATTATTTAGGACAACTTATCTTGGATGAGATTAAGGCAATGTTAAAATGTGGATCATTTGATGAGTGGTTAGAGATGGCAAAAAGAATTAAGGTAGTAGGTAATGTTAACCCAACCGCAGAGGATATTAACTTGTTAAAAGAATATACAGATTTAAGTGTATCTCGTCAAAGTACCGATGATTGGTATTGTTTATTAAGAAAATGTCAAGGCAGTTTGAAAAATGTCTTAGAGTCTGGATATATATTAAATCATGTAGAAGAAGATGGAAGTCCCTGCTTTGAGGAATATGCATATCTTTTAAATTTTGATAATAAAACATTTGATTTTTATGAAGGGTCAGTATTAGTTGGACAATATCAATTTAATAATCTTCCATCCTTCTCATAATAAATATTAACTATTATTATAAATCTTATATAATCATCACTTTCATCCTTCTCATAATATTTACAAACTATTATAAATTTTATATAATCATTAATTATATAACCATTACTTATATAACCATTACTTATATTCCTCTCATATTATTAATTTCATATAAAATTAATAATTACTATTTGAGTATATCATATCCTTCTCATAATATTATATAACCATCATATCATTCTTGTAATATTATATAATTATATAATTGTATGAAGATTACTTGAACCCAGATGAGAATAATTCCCAATTAATACACATTTGATATTCTTCTATTATATGAACCATTAGATCCCATTTAATATCATTTCTTTTTAATAATGACCTAATATTAATATTATATACATTTAAATGGTTATATAGCCAATCGAATGATACTCTGTTTGATTTGCATATTTCATCAAAATCTAACAACTTTATGATATCTATATTATCTTCTATCTCTTTCTCCGTTATCCAAAAACTAATGATAAGCCAATTACATTTAGGTTTACAATACTTTGATAAAAATTTATATTGTTCTATATTATTACATACATAAATATCTAAATTAATTTTATCTACATATTCCTCCAATTCTTCAACCGATAAAGATCTTTCTGAAATTATATCCCAATTCCATGGAAGTTGCAGATTATTATCTATTATCCTCATAGGACAAGCTCTACATATTTTATTAAGATTAAATGGTATATTTGTATTAGAAATATATCTTTCTACATCATCCCAACTTATACTATATCCAAATCTTTTATGTATTTTAATCCAATCCCAACTTTTATACCGATACTTAACTATAATATCTAATCCTACATTTTTATTGATACTTAACCATTTATAATAACAGTCGTTAATATCAGTGAAATCATCTATCTTTATATTACTATATATATACTCTGGGTCTATTGTATAAGGACAATTTCTAATGTCCTGTAATGTGGCCTTATTCATAATTTCTCGAATTAAATATCCCTTTTCGTACTCACTCAAGTGTTTCATGGTGTTCAATAATAAAAATAGAACTTCAAGACTATAATTACCATCATACATACTGCTTTGAATACGATTTTTATGTTCCTTGATAAATTCAACCGTAATGTCTGATTTCTTTAATATTTTATCAATATCCCATGCTTTATTTATATGTGTTTGTACAAATTTCATTGATATATTTTTGTTTCTAGATAATGAACCATATTCCCAATCTAAATAATAAAATTTTTCTAATATATCTTCTGTAATATCTGTCCTTCTACTTAAAATCTTCATATTAATTTTACTAGATAAAATATTAATGTTGTCTAATATATCATTAATATTAAAATTTTCACATATATAACCCCAATTCCACTTTTTATCTAAATTATTTAGAATATATTCCATGGTCAAATTTGGATTCTTAGATAAATATGTATAATTTATTTTTGGTATATATTTTAGATCCTCTATTCTAATATTAGGATTTTGTAAGACACAATCATAATTAATAACAATTTTATCAGAATAATTCTTCTGTAAATATATAATGAAATTTATATCTATTATGTGATTAAAATATAATCTCTTCATGTCCCATTTTTTATCCATATGTTTCTTAATAAAATTAATAGGTATCTTTTTGGAGCTTAGAATATTGTAATGCCAAGGTAAGTTCGGATATAGATTTAATAAGATTAGTTTATCATTATCATTACATCTTCTTATTTTATCATTTCCAATTATATGATTCCATTCCTTACTAACTTGTTTTAGAATTCCTAATGTTGCATTCTTATCTATATGTTTAACTATTTCTTTCTTACAATCTTTATATAGTAAATCCATATTTTAATATATTTAACATATCAACCCAAATCAATTTGTTATTAGAGTATATAATATATTAAATCAATTTGTTATACAATATATTAAATGTTATTAATATACTATAAATATTGATTATTTATTGTATATTCAATTGTTTTAATCTGTCTTTATATTTTTGATTGTTGACAATAACACCATAGCCATCTATTAAATCAAATCCACCATATTGATTATTTAAATTACCTCTTGGTTTTGTACCACTTGCTGAATATACATCTAATGTATCTTTTTCTATTCTTATATAATTTACAGGCATTGAATGTCCATCTGCAAAATATTCCTTAATATTATAAAATTTATTTCCTTCTATTATAGATAATATGCTATCATCAAATATCTTCTTTCTTAATGTAATAGCCTCCCGTAGAAATTTTTGTATTCGAGGATCAGAAATTGATGTATTATTAACCATTGGATTATATTGTGGTTGAGGTTGATTGTAAACCATTCGATTATATTGAGACTGAAATTGAGGTTGATTGTAATTAATCATTGGATTATATTGAGGTTGATTATATTGAGGTTGATTATATTGAGATAACTGATGGAGTCTGGTCTTATAGTTTTGATCATTAACAATGACACCATAACCATCTATTAGATCAAATCCTCCATATTGGTTATTTAAATTACCTCTTGGTTTTGTTCCTGTTGAGGAATATACATCTAAATTATTCTTATCTATTCTTGCTATATTATGTTTTTCTGCTGCTGGTGGCATACCATCATATCTTTGTCTAATATTATAGAACTTACTTCCTTCTTCGATTCTATATTTAGCATTACGACCCGGATATATTAGACTATTTAATCTTTCCATTTCATCAACAAATCTTTGAATTCTAGGATCCATTTTATTTCCTTGATATAAATAATTAATACATTTTAAAATCAATTATATTAATTCTTAATAATTATAATTGATATACACTACTACCGACTTGATATTCCTTAATATTTTTATCCTTTCTTATCTCTTTTATCTTCTTATATTGTATAGTTGCATGTATAAACCTATCACCATCTTCATCCGTCACTCCTGATATCCATAAACTTCTCTATATCCTTAACAATAAGAATAAATGTTCTCTTATCCATATTTTTGTCATCTATTATTATATAATTAAATTATTTTTATATTTTAATGAAATCGTTTTAAAATTCAATAATAAAATAGAAAAGTATACAAAAGAATGAATTTGAATCCCATCGTAGGGGAAGTCACTCATAATCAAGCAAAGATACTCTTCGTTCCATCGTCAAGTACCCCTCTAACCTTATATATTAATGATATTAAAAATCAGGAAATACAACCAATAGAAAATGTTGTTAATACCCTAGTATTAAAAGGATTAAGTAAAGATAATACTTATACAATAAAATTTTATCAGGATGCATTAATCAATAGTACAAGTCCAGAGATTAAACCTTTAGCATATTGCACTTTCAAAACATTCTCAATTCCTAAGCATATACATATAGTTAGTTGTGATCTATTAGAAATTAGGGATGCGGGATTAAGTGCTTGGAATAAATTGTCTTCAGATATGAATATAGAATTAATGCTACATATTGGAGATAATGTTTATATGGATAGAGAACATTATAGAGCTATAAATTATATAGAAGACAAGAAGGAAATAAATATGAAAGTTATAGAGGATGATATGAGAAAAAGATATCATAGAACCTGGAACGGAGTAAATAATGTTTTAGCTAGGACAAGTAATATGATGATATGGGATGACCATGATGTTCACGATGGATTTCATATCATATCTAACAATGTATCTAATCCTAATAAAGTTGAAGAAATAGCCATTAAATTATATAAAGAATATCAAGAAGGATTACTTATCAATCCTCCAGCCAAGCCAGGAGGTTCTTGGTATAGACAATATGGAGATTTATTGTTATTTGTATGTGAAAGAACAACATTGCCTGAGGGTAATGTAACTGAAGAATTATTAAATTCATTATCTACAATGTTATATAATCCTTATGTTAAAAGATTAGCATTAGTTTTTACTAGTGCTCCTATACCAGTTCCAACAGGAGTTCTCGGTAAAGCATATTCCATGATATATGGAACAGACGGATTATGGAAAGATGAAGAGTTAACAAAAGTGTATGATGTCGTCTATAATTGGTTAGATGGATCTAATTTTGATAGTGTACAACGTAATGCTGTTATTATAGGTGGAGATTTACATATAGGTGTAGATGCCGTAATAACCAGGGGTGGTATATCTATTCCATTATTTATCTCAAGTTCAGTATCTAATTATGCGACAATTGCAGAAAGATTATTTGGAATGGGAATGGTAAAAAGAACTGTTGGTAATTATAAAGTTGAATATAATAATGTAGTATATGGAAATAATTATGTTGTATTAAAACTAGAAGATAATAAATTGGATGCGGAATTATTACATGTTAAAGATTCTTTGATTCCTCCAAATTATTTATTATCGGCATTGTCATCCCTAAAAGGAATTATGGTTGGATCTTCGGATGATGGTAATTGATCATATAAATATATTTTATTATTTATAATAAATGGAGTCCATCGAAGATATTAACACCAGATTTTATAATCTTGATATGTTGGATATGATAAGTGAAATATCTAATATGTCTTATAGGGATTTATATGCCCTGTATCAAAGCTCCGCTCCGGATGGATATGAGCATATATCATACCAAGATAAACTATGGAGAAGTTTAGTAGAAATAAAGAGAGGAAGGAAATATAATGATATTTCTGATTATAATAGATTATACAACTCAAGTTATACTGATTGGATGGACATTTATCTGTCGCTCAATAATGTGAATAGGGTAAATAAAAATCTCCAATCAGAGATAAAGAAAGACGCAGGATCTATATTAAATGATGGTATTTTAAATAATAATACAGAGATGATAGAATATGCATTTAGTATGCGTTCATTAACAGAAATGAATATTAAGGTTGCGACGTTAACAATGTTTATGGTTGGTTGTAAATCACAAACCATAATATTTTTCTTAAATAAATTAAAGTATATTATAGATGTATATACTAAAAGGGAATTATCAAAGGTATTGGCATTTTCATGTGCAAGCCATAATAGATTAGACATATTAAAGTATCTAGTAAGTGAATGGGATTTATATTTATATGACGGTAATGTGGAAAAGAAATTATTGGATGTTGCAACTGAACGAGGATATGAAGATATAATAAATTATATAAATGAGAGTAATGACAACTTTTATTGATTCGATAAATCCACAATCTCATATGTCTCCTCATTATCTTCTCTATCGATAATGTGTAATAAACTAGACATATCATAAAAATAGTATCTTTCCATAATCCCGGAACTATTTGATGCATCGGTGTAATTCTTAACCTCTATCCTATACCAATCATTCCCCACTTCATCCTTATTAACTATTTTATATTTTAAATTAGTTATATCTTTTGTTGTTATATTTTTTATGATAATATTTTGTAATAAATTAAGCATATTACCATATTTATAAATTTCATTAGGTGTAACTTTAAGATATAAATTATATCCTCGTAATTTCTTATTTATTACCACATCTTCTATATATGAATTTTCAACATCTATGGAGATATTATATTCGTTCAATACTAATGATGATACTAATAACATATAATGATAAAGTTCAGCATCTAGTACTCTATCATGTTGATCAATTATGTAAAAGATTTCTAAATAGTAATCCCAGTAACTTGCGGGACTATATAGTTGTTTTACATAGTCAATAACATTAACATAGGAGGGAATGGATAGTCCGAAATCATTTTCTACTTTGTCATTCCATATACCTATATCATTACATCTTTCTCTGGTTTTGTTATCCAAGGTGCAAAATTGAACTAACTTCTCTCCTGGTACGCGTTTCAATATGTCATAGGATAACTCTGGAGGTAAATTTTCATTGGTTATGATACGTTTGGCATCGGCTAATCTTTTCTCTATGTATACAGGATTTCTTCTCCTATTATATGCATTTCTATTCGTATCGTAGTTCATTTTATATTATATTGTATTTTTTATTTTAATTTATATATTATACGATTATCGTATAATATATTACATAATTATATAATTATTGACCATTTTATAAGTATTTCTATAGTTTTCATAATTTATAAATTATACTTTATTTTTGTATAAGTATTTATATAGTTTGTATGATTTATAGTTTATGAGAGATAATTACTACATACCATTTTATTTTTAGAATGATGTACAGTTATAAAAATATTTCAGAACGAATAGTTATATAAAATTATTTTAGAAGAGATAGTTATAAAATATTTTAGAAGAGATAGTTATAAAATAAATTTAGAAGAGATAGTTATAAAAATTATTTTAGAAGAGATAGTTATAAAAATTATTTTATAATAGATAGTTATAAAAATATTTTATAAGAGATACTTATAAAATATAATTCTAAGAGATACTTATAAAATATAATTCTAAGAGATAGTTATAAAATAATTTATAAGAGATAGTTATAAAAATATTTTATAAGAGATACTTATAAAATATAATTCTAAGAGATACTTATAAAATATAATTCTAAGAGATACTTATAAAAATATTTTATAAGAGATACTTATAAAATATAATTCTAAGAGATACTTATAAAATATAATTCTAAGAGATACTTATAAAATATAATTCTAAGAGATACTTATAAAATATAATTCTAAGAGATACTTATAAAATATAATTCTAAGAGATACTTATAAAATTATTTTATAAGAGATAATAAGTTACAAAATTGTTTATATGACATGAAATTATAGAATTAGTGATAAATGGTATAGATAGTATCATAGTAATTTTTTATAATTTTGATGTTATGAGGTGGTACACATCAAGTGAACAGAAGAGAAAATCTAAAAGATACATAAAAGTAATTATAAGAAATTGTAATATGGAAATCATATATATTTATTTTATAATTGTGTTTTGTAAAAATAACTTCATGTCTCATAAAATAATCTTCATGAGAGACAGTTATAGAATTATTTTAAATTATGATTGCTTTATAATAATATAAATATCTGCGATTTCTATATTATAATTTTTTATAATTATTTTTCTTGGATTTACTTGATGTGTACCACCTCATAACATCAAAATTATAGAAAATTATTACAGTACTATCTATACCATTTTTATCTCATATTTATAAATACAAAATAAAAATAGCCACATAAATTATTTTGGATGACATGAAGTTATAAAAATATTTTATAACTATCTCTTCTAAAATATTTTTATAACTTATTATCTCTTTTAAAATATTTTTATAACTTATTATCTCTTTTAAAATATTTTTATAACTTATTATCTCTTCTAAAATATTTTTATAACTATCTCTTCTAAAATTATTTTATAACTATCTCTTCTAAAATAATTTTTATAACTATCTCTTCTAAAATAATTTTTATAACTATCTCTTCTAAATTTATTTTATAACTATCTATTCTAAATTTATTTTATAACTATCTCTTATAAATTTATTTTATAACTATCTCTTATAAAATATCTTTATAACTTATTATCTCTTATAAATTATTTTATAACTATCTCCTCTAAATTTATTTTATAACTTATTATCTCTTATAAATTATTTTATAACTTATTATCTCTTATAAATTATTTTATAACTATCTCTTATAAAATATTTTTATAACTTATTATCTCTTATAAAATATTTTTATAACTTATTATCTCTTATAAATTATTTTATAACTATCTCCTCTAAATTTATTTTATAACTATATCTTCTAAAAATATTTTATAACTATCTATTCTAAAATATCTTATAACTGTCTCTTCTAAATTTATTTTATAACTATCTCTTCTAAATTTATTTTATAACTATCTCTTCTAAAATATCTTATAACTGTCTCTTCTAAATTTATTTTATAACTATCTCTTCTAAAATATTTTATAACTATCTATTCTAAAAATTATTTTTATAACTATCTATTCTAAAATAATTTTTATAACTATCTATTCTAAAAATTATTTTTATAACTATCTATTCTAAAATTATTTTTATAACTATCTATTCTAAAATTATTTTTATAACTATCTATTCTAAAAATAATTTTATAACTATCTCTTCTAAAATATTTTATAACTATCTATTCTAAAAATAATTTTATAACTATCTCTTCTAAAATATTTTATAACTATCCCTTATAAAATATTTTAGATAACTTCATGTCATTTAAAATTATTTTACACAATCGAGGTTTTATTTCATAATTATATATTATGATATAAAAAAATTATAGATAGTAAGGTATTATTTCTCTATAATTTTTATTTTATGAATACTATCCATAAAGTTTTGGCAATAGTTTTCAGAATAATCAGTTTACGAAGATGAAGTTTTGTATAGTTATTATAATACTTAACTTTATTATTTTGTATATGATAAATGCCTCAAAATTTTCATGTGTGAATATTCATAGAATAGAAATTATAGAGAAATAATACCTTACTATCTATAATATTTTTATATTATAATATATAATTATGAGATCAATGTAAGTATTTTATAAGAAATAGTTATAAAAAATATTTTATAAGAAATAGTTATAAAAAATATTTTAGAAGAGATAGTTATAAAAAATATTTTAGAAGAGATAGTTATAAAATTATTTTAGAAGAGATAGTTATAAAATTATTTTATAAGAGATAGTTATAAAATAATTTTATAAGAGATGATTATAAAAATATTTTATAAGAGATAGTTATAAAATTATTTTATAAGAGATAGTTATAAAATTATTTTATAAGAGATAGTTATAAAAATTATTTTATAAGAGATAGTTATAAAATTTTTTTATAATAGATAGTTATAAAATTTTTTTGGATGACATTAAGTTATGAAATGTTTATAAAATATAAGATAAAAATGGTATAGATAGTAATATAGTAATTCTATATAATTTTCATTTCATAGGGTGGCATACATCAAGTAAATTTAAGAAAAATACAAAAGATATATAAAGTAATTATAATAAATTATAATATAGGAATCATCACTATTTATTTATTATACCACATAACCATCTCTTCTGAAAAATATTTTATAACTATTCATTCTAATATTTTTATAACCACATGACATGTAAAAAATATTTTATGTCTCTTTCCAAATTTTTTATATTTACTTGATGTATGCCACCCTATGAAATAAAAATTATATAGAATTACTATATTACTATCTATACCATTTTATAACTTAATGTCATCTTAAAATGGTTTTATAACTATTCATTCTAAAATTATTTTATAACTATCTCTTCCAAAAATAATTTATAACTATTCATTCTAAAATATTTTATAACTATCTCTCATAAAATATTTTTATAACTTGATACCATCTAAAATATTTTTTACGAACTTTATTTAGGTTATAATCTATAATTATAAGATAAAAAATGGTATAGATACTAAGGTATTAATTCTATATAATTTCTATTACATGGGTAACTCTATACATGAAAATTGTAATGCAATCACTATATAAAATAATAAAATTAAGTACTGTAATAACTATACGAAATCTTTTCTATGTGAAACCGTCATCTTAACAACCATCACTTAAAATTTACATGCATAGTTACCCATGTAATAGAAATTATATAGAATTAATACCTTAGTATCTATACCATTTTTATCTTATAATTATAAATTCATATCATTTTATAACTATCTATTATAAATTCATATCATTTTATAACTATCTATTATAAAATAATTTTATAACTATCTATTATAAAATAATTTTATAACTATCTCATTCTAAAATAATTTTATAACTATCTCATTCTAAAATAATTTTTATAACTATCTATTCTAAAATAATTTTTATAACTATCTATTCTAAAATATTTTTTATAACTATCTATTCTAAAATAATTTTTATAACTATCTATTCTAAAAATAATTTTTATAACTATCTATTCTAAAAATTATTTTTATAACTATCTATTCTAAAAATAATTTTATAACTATCTATTCTAAAATAATTTTTATAACTATCTATTCTAAAAATTATTTTTATAACTATCTATTCTAAAAATAATTTTATAACCATCTATTATAAAATAATTTTTATAACTATCTATTATATATCATTATATTATACAAACTAGAATTATCTTTTAATATAAAAATATTTTATATTAAATTGTCTCATATATAAATATCATAATTTTGAGCATCGATAATTAACTCCGACATATCATCGAACGTTATTTCTTCCACTTCTCCGATATCATTATTATAAAATGCCAAAATCTCAAACATACCAACCGTTATTCCTTCTTCCTTCTTTACTATTTCTATATTCATACTATCCACTCCTATAGATTCCCTTCTTAATATTACCTCATCATCATCATAAACATTTATGCTTGCAACTATATCTTTTATTAATGGACTCTTACGTAATTCCTGTTGTAACTCAATAACTTCATGTAGTCTATCAGCCTTCACATATCTATCGTTATATTCGTCACCATCTTCTTCCACTATATATCTGATAGACTTATTCATATCAAAGAATATATGTATAATAATTTTCTCATTGGGTATTACATCTTCATAATATACTGTAACGTTATCATAAATATATAAATTATTTTTTTCTATTAATTTATTTCTAATAACAGCAAATAATGTATAATATTCCGATAAAGAAGAATTCTGTCCAAATCTTATAATAGGTACTTGAACTGCAATATGTAAAGCATAATTTTCTGCTGGCGAAAATAATTCCGTTACATAACCAACATAATTACTTATTACTTTATTTGGCACAATATGCAAGTCCTCTAATATTTTTTTCTTCCAGAGGTTATCATCTTGACATATAATGTCTGAATTGCCTTCTGTAGAACAATATGAATATAAGTTAGATAAAGTTACGTTAGAAAGGACATAAGATGATATTTCTGGAGGTAGTTGGCTTAACATTTCGTCTAAATTATAATCTGTCATCTTGTTTTATATATAGAGATTATAATTATTCGGATTCTTCGGAAGTAAAGTCTCCGATGGCTTTTCTTATATCAGAGATATCTCCACCTCCGACCTTTAACTTATATAATCCTAAATTTGCTTTTGTTAATGTTCCACACATATTCATTTCATAGAACCATAGTTCTCTATCAGGAATGAGACTAGATGATTCTGCGAAGAACTTACTTAATAATTCGTTAACGGGGATAAATGGTACGAACATACCTGGTAATTGTTTAGAATCGATACGTTTATAGATTGCCTCGCCATCTGTTGTGGTATAGACATAAGAATTTGGTTCTATAATTTTTCCTACCATTATAAAGAATTGGAAATTCCTGTTTTGTAACCTACATTCCACAAAGTATATATTTCCATTTTCGAACTTTGGAATTTTATTTTTAACCCAATCTTTTCCGTTTATATCAGGGACATTTAATACATCTTTCATGATATTCCAGACGGATGGCTCAATTCCCTTCTTTTTCTTGTATGATTCTGATAATAAGGTGTATTTTTTCAATAAACTTACCGCTGTTAACATTTAATTTTTATTCCTTTTTATATTTTTTTAAGTATCTATTCTTATTCATTATTCCATATTATATACTTTATTAGAAATGCATTTTCCATGTCTGAGGATAATACTAATAATATTAATAATAAAAGAACAAACTTTTGATCTGTTTTAAAATAGTAAAAAATACTTAAAATACTAGTTGTTAGATTACACATTATTAGACATAAGGAAATATCGAAATCAGAGATATAAATTATGGATATTATAATATGGGATATTATGTTTAAAAAAGATGTAGATTGAGGAATGATAGGGAATCGGGATATGACGGTTTGTAAAAAGAAATAGGATAATATGACGGACAACATTTATTTTTATTTTAAATTCTATATAATTATGTAAATTTAAAAACAATAAATAGATAATGGGTCAATTAAAAATGAGCGTCAAGGAAATTAAAGAGAAGAAGGAACTGGACTCTGCAATTATATCTAATGAAGGATTAGTTGTTGTTGACTTCAGTGCAACCTGGTGTGGTCCATGCAAAAGAATATATCCTGATTACGTTAAAATAGCAGAAGAACACAATTCCTCCGCTTTATGTTATAAGGTTAATATTGATGAAGTTGATGAAGTTGCGGAGAGTTATGGTGTTACTGCAATGCCTACTTTTAAGTTTTATAAAGGAGGTAAATTAGTAGAGGAATTTAAGGGTGCTAATGTAGAAAAATTAAAGGAAACCATGAAAAAATGGATTTAAAAGGAATTTTATTTGTATGAGATAAATAAAATAGAATGATGAAAAGAGGAGATATGAATTTTAGAAGTCCTGATCAGGTAGAAGCTAAAAATATTTTGAGCGCCTTGTCACAACGTCAGATCATAGAATTATTGAAAGTTGCACCTAGCTCAAATCTATATAAAGAGGTATACGCTAATTTTAATAATTATTTTCCAAATATTAAAACATTTGGGGAGCTAAAAAATGCGATAGAAGATGACGGAGTAGTATCTGTTGAAGGATCTATAAATAAAAATATCGGAGGAACCAAAATTAGAGTTGTTGAAGTATTACTATTAGCTATGGAAAAATTTAACAATGATATAGTCAAGGATTACATCTGTAGAATTAATAATATTGAAGATTTAGCCATTGTTATGGAAATGGCTCTTCGATTACGAGATCAGGAGATTATTAGTATATTGTCAACGAGGATTATACTACATTCTTTGCTGTGGACAGATTCCCAGTTTAATAGTTTTTATTCTAAAGTATTGGAAGGATTACTTTCCGGAGAAGAAGAAGATGATGATTATATAAGTTCGGACGATAATATGAGTGAGGATGATATTATCCTAAACGTTAATGTAAAAGATTATGATGCAGTTTATAATTTATTAGACATTATACCTAGATATAATTTAGAAATTATAGGAATTATAGCAACATCTGGATCCTCCGATCTATTGAAGTACGCAACATTAAAGTATAATGAATATCATAATCCATAAATTCATAATTATATATATCTTATATGTATGATTATAATTTATATGATTATGATATTATATATAATATAATTATATGTGTATGTTGTTATTATATATTCTAAAGATATATACCATATAATGATGAAATATATCTTTAGAATAATATAATAACAACTATTTATATTTATAGAATAAATATTATAACTACAATGTTTAATCAACACCTCGTGGTATTATATAACTATTATTTATAATTATATAATTTAATAACTATTATCTATAATTATTATATAACTATTATTTATAATTACATAAATATTATATAACTATTATCTATAATTATTATATAACTATTATCTATAATTATTATATAACTATTATTTATAAATATTATATAACTATTATTTATAATTATATAATTTAATAACTATTATCTATAAATATTATATAACTATTATTTATAATTATATAATTTAATAACTATTATCTATAATTATATAATAACCAGTATTTATAATTATATAATCTAATAATTATATAATAACATGGAAATAATAATTGAAAATATTTTAATTACAATGTCCATCAATTTTTTAATGATAAACATACATACAAAAATATTATATATTGGTTAAATAACTATAACATACTATTTTCTCTTGTTTAAATATGAGAACCTTGCATGAGAAATTGTTCATGTGCATATACATTTAATTCCTTATTCCCTATTTTTTGTATTTCATCAAGATTATCTTTATACAATGGTATTCTAGAAATTAAATAATATAATGCATTTAAACATTTCTTTTTCACCATCTCTACATCTTCATCATCTCCTGTTATACTACTTCCTTTTGTATAATGTCCCCCAAGATATGAAATACATAAATTATTTACATGAAGATTTGAATTAACTTTACCAGCCAATTTCCATTTATAAATATGCATAATTATAAGATTTGATATATTATCAAATGAATTATATAAAGAATAAGATAATAATTTAGTGAGAGTATAAGAATCATGTTCATCTACACGTAAATTATCCAAGTAATACGGTAATAGATTGTAATTATTATTATATATACAAGAGATAAGTATTTTCCGAGAGAATGGATCTGGGGAAATATAAGGTTGTGATCTCAATAAACTTATAATGGCATCTTGGGATACTGCATCATTATAATCCATAATAGGAAAATGCTCATCTATATTGTTTATGTAGTTATGATATTCTTTGGGATTGGTTAGTAAATGTTGTAATAGATGGCGTTGTCCTATCATATGTAAATCTTCTTTATATTTAAAATTTTATATTTTTATTGAGATAAACAAATAATGCAGCGATAAGAAATAGGATATTTAGAACTACGAAAGATGGGTAATGTTCATAAAAGAAAAGTTAAACAGTTGCATTCTCCTCCCATAAATAACCAAAATATTCTAGTTCTAGGTTTAGGTGGAAGTGGTAAAAGCACCTTTATTAAACAACTTCGTCTTCTTTATGGATTAGGGTATAGTAATGATGAAAGATTAATTATTAAAGACATAATTTTACATAATTTGAAAGGCTTACTTAGAAATGAATTAGGTATAAATGTGGATATCGCGAATTCTGTCACTATTCATGACATCGAACAAGCAAAAATTTCTGATCTACCCAAATCTTATAATTTACAATATTTATTAGGAAGGGCAACTGTTATATTATCAGACGGATATCTTCCTAATGATGAAGATATATTACATTCTAGAATGTTAACCAGTGGGCTTAATGAAATCAAATTCACTGTACATTCAACGGAATATAAATTCTTCGATGTTGGAGGACAAGCTTCCGAAAGAAGAAAATGGGTGAAATTTTATCAAGGATTAAATTCTGTAGTTTATGTTATAAATGCTAGTTCATCTAGTGTAGAATTAGAAGAATCTATTACCCTATTATTAACATTACAACAAGATTCTATGTTATTTCATTTACCATTTATTATAATGTTAAACAAGATTGATTTATTAGAAAAGGATAGTTTATCTAAAATAGAGGAGAAAGTGGAGGAATCTATTTGTAATGGTAGTACGATAATCTATAAAACCTGTATGTTAAAGACAGAAGATTTACGAGCTACTATACAAGACATAATATCTTTGGTTAGTAAAAAATGAATTAAATATTATTCTTTCTATTATACAAATGGAAAGATTTTTAGATATATTTGAATATGAAAGAAGAGAAGATGGGGAACAGAACTCTATCTTCTATAATTGTAAGTTTTTGAAGGATTATGGAAAATGTAAAGCACAAGATGTAGTTTATTCATTATCTATATCATTAACATTATATATTTTTGCTAAGGATGATATATTAGAAGGTGAAGTTACATCATATTTATAAATCATGATATTGTTAATATTGAGACAATAATAAATTAGAAAATTAAAAATATCATCAGATGTTTTAATTATTACATTAGTTATCATATATTGTACTTTATCCTCCATTATGTTCCCTTTATTATAGTTATTCAGATATGATACAAATATAATATTAATTCGCATATCATATCTTCTTATGTTCTACTGGCATAATCTTGACCTAATAGTATATTTGAATATATAATCGATATATGTTAACATAATAAAATCATCAACAAGATTATCGTGCCCGTTAAGAATGTAAACTTTTTCTAAGTTTGACCATCTAACACCATTGCTTTATACAAAAAGAAATATCATATAATATCAATTTTATATGATTATATAGCTATGATGAAGCACGATACTTAACATCATATTATTTATTCATTTCCTTTGGGATAAATACATTCAAATAATCCATTATATCCTCATAATCTACACTTTTTAATATTCTTAATATTTTATATGGATTATATGATTCATTTATTCTTACATCATTGCCATGCAGAATATTATTTAATATATTTTGAGGTATTGACAATACATCATCTTTAATCTTTATAGTATTTATTATATCTAGGTATATATATGGGAATCTACTGGCTAATTTTTTCATTGTGTCAACAAATAATTCATTATTATGGTTATATAATATCGATATAATATTTCTACAACGAAAATTTGATAATATCATAAAATATATAGATATCATTCCATATGAATTAAGTGATTGTTGAAAGTACTTTAATATGTCAGAAATATGATATATAATATCACAATCCCCCTTCAAAATTCCCATAAAATTACTATATTCATACATAATATTACCATTAATTTTATTAAGATCATCAGATTTATTACCATTATATCCTTCTATAAAATAATATAAATGTTTGTTAGTTTCTATTTTTGATAGTTCTGTAATTTTGTCTATATTATTAATTATAATTTCATAAGGGTACATACAATATAAAACAATATCTTTAAATACCTGAGGGGTTTCCCAAGTTCCATCAATTATAGTTCCTCCATTTACAATATACTTCCAATATGCTATCATCATATATTCGGTTTTTATATAATCATATGATTTTGATAATATTTCATGATTTTGAAACAGGATTTTATCATTATTCATAAGCGCAGAATTCATAGATATATCCTTACTTATATTTAGCTCAGTAATAAATTTCATTATTTTCTCTCTATTATCACATATATAAAATCTATATAGATAATTATTCCATAAATCATCAATGATATCTCTAGTACCATATAACGAATATATATGTCTTTCTAATCGTTTATAAAACTGAATATTATCAATGTCTGGATATAGTATATATGATATATTCTTTAAATCATCTATTTTGTATGAAGTGTAATGGATATATTTGCCGGCATCCACATATTCGATATTATCATATTCAAAATCATCAATATACCTTCCAACAAAATATTTCTTAAATATATCATTATTAATGAAATTAGAGATATTATTATCTTTGGTGGACAATTCAAATATTTTAGATGGACAATGAAATTCTATCATTAATAATTTAATTAAAGAATGAATTGGTAATGATAATAGTAAACCTATATATTCTTTATCATTAAATGTAAAATAGTTATGTAGTAACTGTAATTTGAAATATTTAGAGTTACAGATATTTATCCATGTTTTACTTACTATACATAAACTCGTAATTAATTCTATGTCGTTCATAAATATTATTTGGATTATTTCATTAGGCATTCCATCATGCCGTTGCTCATATATTTCATCAAACTTTTTCATTACTAATATTTTATATTATTAATTATTATTTATGATTCAATAATATACAAATATAAATATTAAATATTTTATTAGAACGTATATTTAATCATATAAATTTCATGTCTCCAATTGGAAACATAATATTAGAATTATAAATTTGTAAGATCTGATTACATAATGGAACACCTGCTAACATTATAATCTATCATTTTAGTGAAGAATGTTAGGTGTGGGTGACCATATCCATTACAACTAACCCGCAATACTAAACTACATCCAGTAAATTTATAATCATTATTAGATATTCTATCTAATTCTATAACCAATTCCTTATCTAAAGATAGATAGTTCATTATTTCCTCAATTCCATGTTTAATATCCCAATCTATATTCTCATCATCTTCATTCTCAAATCGAATAGATCTATAATTTATATTATTTTTAATTGGTATTATCTTTATCCTATTTTTATTCCAATCTTTTATATTTTGTAAGGTTTTAATTTGTTCCGTCTCTAATTTATTATTTCTATGTAATATCATCATTATTTTTGATATTTCTTCTTCAAATTCACTTCGTACCTTTACTAGACTATGATGAATATCTTGTATTGTACATCCTAAATTATTCCATACTAGTTTAAGAATAAATATAATTATGTCATAATATATTTTATTATCTGTACATTTGGTAATAGTTATTTTCTTTCTTATTTCAATGTAATCCCTAATATCTTCAATCAGACAATCTATTATTATGTCAACAATATTTTTTATATCATCTTTACGTAATTTACTTGTTGATATCAATTTCTCTTCGATAATAGATTCAAATACCTCCATTCTTATTTATTTGTATAATATATATTTTAAATCATTTAGTTTATGTTTATATATTATTTGGTTATGATATGTTAATATTAACATAAAGGAATAAACATATAATGTTGATTATGTAATATAATATTTAATATAGTTATCAATCCTCTCAACTACCACAAAATATGAAAATATTATCTCTTTTTATCCATTTATGAATTGTATTATATATTTTATACTTATTTACCATACAGAATTATATAAAATATATGATCATCGACAACAGAAAAATTATAAAAATTATAAAGATGTAATTTTAGAATAAAGGAATAAATATAAGATGTTAGTTGTGTATTATAATATTTAATACAGATATCAATGATATCAAATAACATAAAATATAACAATATTATCTCTTTTTATCCATTTATGAATTGTATTATATATTTTATACTTATTTATCATGACGAATTATATAAAATATATAAGTAGTGACATTTTAAAATTATAAAAATTATAGAGATATAATATTAACCTAAAGAAATAAACATAAGATGAAATTTACAATATATACTATTTAATACAGATATCAATACTATCAAAGAAGATAAAATAAGAAAATATTGTATATTTTTAACCATCTAAATATTTAATAGTATATTTTGTACTTATTTACTATATCTAATTATATAAAATATATAATTAGTGAAGTTTTAAAATTATGAAAATTATTAATAACATAATATTATCTTAAAGCAATAAACATAAGATAGAATTCACAACATGTACTATTTCATACATATATCAATACTATCAAAGAAGATAAAATAATAAAATATTGTCTCTTTTATATAGATAGATATTTGATAATACATTTTGTACTTATTAATGATATTTAATTATATAAAATATTTCAATATCGACAACAAGAAATTATAAAAATTATAAAGATATAATATTAACCTAAAGAGATAAACATAACATGGAATTCACAACATATATTATTTAATACAGATATCAATACTATCAAAGAAGATAAAATAAGAAAATATTGTCTCTTTTTATCTATTTAGATATTTAATGATATATTGTATACTTATTAATAAAGTAAAATCATATAAAATATTTCAATATCGACAATAAGAAATTATAAAAATTACTAAGAATAATTTTTCCATAAAGACATACCTATAAACTACAATTATATAATCTATAAATTATAATTATATAATCTATAAACTATAATTATATAATCTATAAACTATAATTATATAATCTATAAACTATAAACTACAATTATACAATTATACAATTATATAATCTATAAATTATAATTATATAATCTATAAACTACAATTATATAATTTAAACTATAATTATATAATCTATAAACTACTATTATATAATCTATAAACTACTATTATATAATCTATAAATTATAATTATATAATCTATAAACTACTATTATATAATCTATAAACTACTATTATATAATCTATAAATTATAATTATATAATCTATAAACTACAATTATATAATTTAAACTATAATTATATAATCTATAAACTACTATTATATAATCTATAAACTACTATTATATAATCTATAAATTATAATTATATAATCTATAAACTACTATTATATAATCTATAAACTACTATTATATAATCTATAAATTATAATTATATAATCTATAAACTACTATTATATAATCTACAAACTACAATTATATAATCTATAAACTACTATTATATAATTTATAAGATGATACAACTTCTTCCTTCTTCTTTCTTAATATCCTCTTCTAAATTAATATAAAATATAATATATTCACTACCACCTTTATTCCTTATAGTCCTTAAACATAATCTACATGAAGTAATAGAATAAAATTCCGTATCAAGAGATAGTAAATTAATAACAATCTCTTGATCTAAAGATAGAAATTTAATTATTTGAGATATAATATGAGAAAATCTTAAACTTACATATTGAACTGGTGTAATATTATTTTCCAATGGTATAAACTTGACCTTCTGTCTCTTCCACTTCTCAAACTCTTCCTTACTCATCATCTTCTCAACATCTTTCTCCAACTGCTGCCTCTTTTCAATTATAGAATTATATATTTTTTCTAATGTATATCCTAAATTCTTATTTATTAAATGTAGTAAGAATGATGTTAATTGTCTGTCTAAAGTTTCCGATCGTTTGCGTACTTTATTATCTCCCTTCCTTATATTTTCTATTACAGATTGAACTGATTTTTGTATCATTTCCGATGTTAATTCTATATTGAAATCTTTCGTGATAGATTCATATACATCCATATCCTCTTTATTTATTATATTAAAATTTATAATCGTTTATTAAGATATAATAAATTAGATGATTAATTTCATTAATTCGTTTATCAATAATAGGAAATTTATACCCCATATTTTTAAGATGTGATAATACATACCATGTCTTAACATTATCTATATTATATGAATCACTAAATAACACGATACCATCAAATATTAATAAAGAAATAATGTAAGGATGTAGAGGATTCAATAGTTCCCCAACAAAGTAATAATATTTTCGATTATCGTAAGTTAAAAATTTCTTTATTACATCATAAGAAATTCTTTCTGGTTCTCGGAGTGCATATCCTATAATATATTCTATGACATCTTTATCATTTTCGGAATGCAATAAAACATCTATATTTACATCATCTTTATATCCATAAAAAGAAGATAAGCTTGCATTATCTAATTTATCTTTGTATATATAAAAGAAATATCTCATATTAGAATCCGTATCATCAGTTAGATATTCTAAATAATAATTTATCATAACGCGTTCTAATCTTTTGTCCATTATTTTCATATTGATGAGGAAGTCACCTGCATAACTACGAAAATCGTAAGCCGGACCTTTTCCTCTCTCTATTCTATTCTCATCCTCAATATATAAATCATAAAATGACCTACCCAATAATATACGACAGAATACCTCTCTTCCATATGATAGTAACGGTTGAATTAAGTCCACAACTTCAGATGATTTGGACTTAATATAAGTAAATTTAGTATAATAGTCATCATTAGGTATAAATAATTCTATTAATCTTTGATCAGAATAATTTTGCCTAAGTGCATCCCATAATTTAAATGCATACCCATATTCATCATATTTCATATTTCGTTTAGTTGGATATAATTCATCTAATATTTTTTTAATCTGAGTTATACTTAACTTATCTATTTTATGGTTTCTATAAATATATTTATATGCTAACTCTTTCCAAAATATAACATTGTCTTTTATTATATTATACCAACTCTTATTAACTAATAATACATTATCTATATCATAGTAATCTACATTAGAAAATATAATGGCTAATAATTCTGTTGGTATAAAATCCATCTTTATTTTATTCATATAAATAAAATTTATGGTATAGATATATTTATTTATGTAAATTTTGTAAATAATCAACTGTTGTCATCACAATACAAAAATGTGGCACAATTCTTAATAAATTTAATCCTAAACCTCTATAATAAATTAAAGGATTCAATCCTTGAAATAATTTTTGACCATAAATATGCCTCGTTTTAAGATAATCTATAGGATGCATTATAATAGTTGAGGTAAAGGCGGATAACGCAGAGGATATAACTGCACTATTTGTTTTCTCCTTATAAAATTCAAAAAGAGGGAAAAAGAATCCAGAACTGAATAATACTTTGGTTATACTTTTAGAATATCCTCTATATAATCTCTTAAATCCTCCCTCCTCACTATTTTTAATATTTTCAACTATCGTAGATACTGATTGGGACATTTGCAAATGAATTTTAAAGTGATCAACAGGATGTGTGAAAACTGTTGAGACAACTCCAGCACACAAACCATTTATAAATTTATTCCACATTTCTACCTCAGGAAATGGATAATATTTAATCTTCTTATCTTCTAAATTTCTATATATAAAATACTTGGATGAAGTGGAAATAGTTTGGGATATTATACCTGGAGTTGATGCTTTCCAAAATGCTTTATATCCTCCACTATTATAAATATCCTTTGTTGTTCTTATAATAGAATTGCTATTATTATTTTGATAGTTAGTTTTGATGGTACATATGGGCAAAGTTATAATTTCTGCCAAACTGGTTCCAAATGCAGAATATAATAAATGCTTGTAATTTATGGATCTTTTATCCTGAGTCATATTTCTTCGTAGCAAATAATTAAATTACAAATCAAATTAAGAAGATAAGAAACATTTAATACGATGTAATACATTTCTATCATAATCATTTCGAGAAAAATTATCAAAATGTAATATATAGTCTCTTATAAATTCTTTATATGGGTAGTTAACCACGCCATATTCATCAATATGTTCCAAAAATGCTTGTTTTCCATCTTTGAGGGTTGATATAATAGTAAATTGTTTGTCATGATTGAAATATCTAAATGGTGCCGGTAGTATACTGTCTGAATTTAATGCTTCAAGTAATATTTCTTGGTATAAATTATGTGGATATAAGTTATATTTATCCATTAATTTATTCAAATTATTTATTTCTTCAATATCATATTCTTTAAATTTGTAATTTAAATATTTAATATATTGTTCTTTACCATTGTTCAAACTAAAATTATATAATTCTTCTTTATTTAGAAGGGACAATTCTATGTACTCCATTTTAGTTAATGTTACCAGTTGTTTTAATTTTAAACCATTGAAATATCCTGTTATTTTAACAATATATTCTCTTTGATTTTTCGTATCTCTTAACATTTTCTATGATAAATACTATTTATCATATAACAATCAATTTCTCTTAAATATTAAAAGAAAGGAATAGTTTAGTATATTTATTCTTTACTTAATTTATAATCTAAACATAAAAGGGTATTAATAATATATAGAAAAATGATGTAGGATTGTATTCTATGTGTACCTATACATAGAAGATATCTGTGTAATAATTATTTAGATTATAGAATTTAGATATATTAATATTAATATCAAATTTATCTCTTATTATAAGAATTAGATGGAATAACTATAAAATGTTTTAATGTGTAGGTACACATAGAATACAATCCTACATCATTTTTCTATATATTATTAATACCCTTTTATATCTAATAATTCATCTTAATATATTTAATAATTCATCTTAATATATTTAATTGATTTAAATTATGTTATGATATTTAAAAAAGGAATTAAATGAAAAGTTCTGTATATATTGTCAAACATGTCAATCACTCTATCATCAATGATACAATAACCTATAAGATACAACATGAAAGAATGATGAAACAAGCAGCAAGAGATTTAGGATATAATGATGGTGTTATATCTTTCGTCAATAAAGATATTAAGAGAGAGTATGGAGGCTATGATTTTTATTATAATGTTTTCATTCTTCAATATGTTCTTCCTATAAATTTGGATGTTGTATCTGAGTTAATAGCAAGAAAGATTGATGGATATGTTGTTGCCATAGAAAATAATGGAATAATCAATGGTCAATATGATGTTAGATCTGAAATGTATATAGCACCTCCTATAATGGCTGACTTTGATGGTGATGATATTGAGGATAATAATGATGATGAAAGTGATGATGAAATGGTGTCACATGATGATATATTTAAGCGTTTCTTTTATAAAGGATTAAACAACAAGTAATCGAATTATATATTTCGTAAAATATAAATATATAACATAAAATGATATTAATAGTATATAGTGAAAATACATAAAAATATCATCAATGTATAGGTATGCATGAAAAACTTTGTAATTATATTTTATAATAAAAGATAATTTTAGTATGAATATTAGAGTACCTAAATTATATAATTTATATAATTATTATAAGAAAAATTTCATGTATACCAATGCATTGATGATATTTCTATCTCATTTTCTACCATATTAGTAATATCGTTTTATGTTATGTATTGTAATTTATACTAATTAATATTATAAACTTTCTACTATCAGAAAATTGAATTATAAATTTATTATTCTATTATATAATAGAATATATAACATTATGGATGACATATATAACCTTGTTTTTAACAATCTTGTTGATAGTATATCATTATTTTTACCTATACAAAATATTCATAATATTAAATTAGTTAATAAAAATATTAATAATATATTAAATGATGAATATTTTTGGAAATTAAAATTATATAAAGATTTTAATGTTCCAAATAAAGGAAAATGTAATACATTCTTAGAACGATATATATTAGCAAACTCAATGGGTAATATATTAATATTTGATTTCTCAAATAATCCACTTGTAGATTACGATATAGGCGAAGAAGTTAAATTTAATATATCATTGAATGGTGTACATAGAAAACTACCATATAAAGCTATTAAAGCAATTAATATCAGACCTAACCTTTACTTTGTAGATGATAATTATGATTTGTACTTTATTGGTAGTCATAAAGAAGGATTTTCTGATGAAGTAATATATAAAACTCCATTTTTATTAGATAGAAATGTTTCCCATATAAATGGAGGTCCACATCATTTCTTCTATATAAAAGAAGGAGATATTTATGGTTATGATAACCTTGGATATATAAGAAAATTTACTGATGTAGGTAATATTATTAAAATGTCTTATTGTTACCCAACATTACTATATATAACTAATAGTAATGATATGTATAAATTAATATATTGTGATTCAATTGATGAAGTTATTACCAAATTTGTGTCTCACAATGTCATGGACACACATATTTATTCTAACACTATTTTTTATCTAGACATGAAAGGAAACATTAATACTAATACGAATATAAAGTTGAAACTTAAGGAAAAGGTTGTATGTTGCCATGGTCAAGGTTTATGGGTCACAGAAAGTGGGAAATATTTAAAGATTACACCAAAATACAAAAAAATTAATTGGGATGAAGATGGTGGCGTTGATATTCAACTTATTGATTTTACTATTAATGAAGTGTTTGTTGATATTGAGAATATAGTTGGATGTTCGTTAGATGCTATTGATTCTGTATTAACAAAGAATGGGGATGTTTATATGTATGATATCGAGGACAGTATTGTAAAGTTGGATATTAAAGCAAAAAATATATGTTATTCTCCAGATAATTTAATATTAATTATTTAAAATTAATTATATCAAAACTTTTATATTTTATTTCTTTGTTCTGGATAATGGTATTGTTTGTTGTTGCATTACTCTAGGAGATCTAGGTCTTCCAACTGTAACATCATTCCTTAATATTGTGTATCCTCCTATTTCATTAGCAACACTATCAGATAATATATCTAAATTTATAGGAAAATTTTTATATCTTAGTATCAAGGAAAAATACAAATTATAAGATAACTTCTCTATTTCTCTTCCTTCGTAATTTACTACAAACGTGTCATCCAAATAACCATAACTTCGTAGAATAATATTTATCATATTTGTTACGGATTGTATTGTATCTTCTAATGTATACTTTACCCAAGTATTAATATCTATGTTAGGATCTAACTTATTTATTTTCTTAACTATATATAACTGGCTTTTATACATTTTGTTTTAATATATAACTATATAATTTTTTATTATATAATTGTAATCATATAATCTTTATAACAAAGATTATATAACTAATATCATATAATCTTTGTTATAAAGATTATATAAATTTATATCACTACTTGTTAACCTTCTTTCCTCTATTTAATGTAGTCTTTTTCGTTCTAACTTTATTAAATCCGGAGACATGAGTTGTTGTCATATCTCGTGTTTTCTCGCATATCCACTTTCCTCCAACTCCATAAAATATTCTCTTTATTCCCGTTTTCTTAATCTTTTGCAAACAATGAAAGCATGGTTTCGAATTATCTTTTCCAGTTCCCGATTTATCTAACTTCACTACATATAGGTCGCATCCTCTTAGATCATATCCGACATAAAAGACGCTGACGTATTGCCCTATCCTCGGCGTGGCAGTAATCAAAATTCGCACTCTTGCTCAACACCTTACCACCCTTGACAATCAAGCATCCATGCTTATGACTATGACCACTACTCTCACATTCCTCCAACGCCAATCTATAATAAAAATCTCTCTTCGCCATTTCTTACCACTTTGTTTCTTTACGAATCTCTTTTTTATAATTATTTTATTTCTTTTTCATTTTTATCCACCATCATTACATTCTCCCATAATATTATATACACAATATACCAACAATAACCCACCATGAACATGTCCTATCTTTCTATTTACCAATATTAATACCATATATACACCTATAAGACAATAAATACTATAATTGTTAAGTATAATATAATATAACAGGATAACATCAATGGGAGATAAATATGACGAATCATTTGCCCATTTATTTATAATATAACCAATTCCTATTATACCAATATATGTTATATCACTTAATATGATTAAAAGTACCATTAATAATATTATATTATATATTATGATAGAGAATCTATATATCGGAATGATTTTGTTTATATATTTAATATCTTCGAATAAAGATATAGAATGAAATGATTCTATTTGACTCACTATGACAAATCCAACACCAAAATTTCCCTTATGAGTTATCACTTCATAAATCATAATTATGGAACCGATATATTCCACAATAATATAAATTCTTATCCATACATTCAATACCATTAATCTTTTACTTATTCTCATGAAAGAATATAACATTAATCCTAACTTTATGTTATTGTGAGATGCATTTCCCTCTATTATCATTAAATATGTGCCCACATGGAAAATAATATGATGAACACTATTGTGCAGCGATTTTTCTATATAATATGATTTATATATAGATAATAATCCACCAAGGGCCAATATTCCTATAGATACATAATTATATTCTAAAGGAATAAAAACAAGAAATAATGTATATATACAAAACAATAAACTATTTAACTTACCCATTTTAATTATTATAATTAAAATTATACTTAATCATTTCTATAAAATACTATAATAACATAATTTTTACTGACCACAAAAAATATGCGAATAACAAGGATCCATGTATTATAGATATCTTCATCTTAGATAAAAACTGTAATATATATATTAATGAAATTATATAAATTGGAAAATTGGAGCAGATGGCATATGTAAATATCAATGTCGCATATAGGTTCGGATAATCATCTCCATACATACATAATTGTAAAATATAATTAAATGGTAGTACTAATAGATATATGGGATTTAAATATAATATGATTATACAAACAATGGAGTTAAGAGAGGATAAGAAGGAAGATAGATTGTCAGAGGGGGTAATGTTATCTATGAATTTTAAATATGGAAAGTTTGTCATAGAATAATAAGAATCAACTTGGCTCAGAGTTACCAATGATAATCCTAAACTTTTAGGATTGGAACTTAAGCTATATAAAACAATAAAGGAGGACATGGTTTCCATTATAGTGTAAAGATTAGTCCATATTTTAATATTTAAGAATCTTTTTGATATTCTCATCAAGGAATAAGATGCCATAGCAACTTTTATATGTATATCTAGAACAGTGCCATCTTGTATGGATATAAATAACCCAAGATGGAATAGAATATGATGATAAACATGTATCCAATTTTTATCGACAAATGTGGATTTTAATGCTGAAACTAAGCATCCTAATATGGTTAATGAAGAAGATAGGTATTTTATATCTAGTGGAATGGTAAGTAGAAAAGTTGTATATATAAGAAATAACAATATATATGTTATTGACATTTTTATATTATATATATAATATAAAATGACGAGTGCTGTAGAGAGTCAATTACAACAGTGGATTATACATAGAGCCAAATCTTTTGAAGATAGCCATGGAAATATCAAACATTCTGACAATGACATACAACAACTTCTACATAATTTGTATATACAAAAAGATAAAGATTTCACTGACTTAACCTGTCATGCTATTATAAGTTCATATAATAGAAAACTACAAGGAGCACTGTTAAACAGACTATTATATAATTTATGTTTTCATTAAAATAATATTCAGAAAACTATATAGTTTTTAATGTATTTATCATGGATAATAATTCCTTATCATTATCTTGTCCATAAAATGGTAAAATAGGAATATAAGATACATTATTAAATATATTAACTAAAGGATTATCATCTATAATAATAATTTCTTCCTTTGAACAACCTAATATATTTATTAGATTATCAATATTCTTAATGCTTGTTGTATATTTTCCATATCTATGATCATTAATAACAAATTTATCACATTTATCCTCACAATAAATCTTATTAAATTTATCTATATATGGAATATTGTGTTTAATGGAAGAAAAATAAGGAGTGGATGCCGCTGTCCAAACATTAATCGAAGCAAAATATGATAAACAAAATTCTAAAAATTCTTTTAAATAAGGTCGAGTAGTAATACCAATAAGTTTATTATTAGAATCACAAATAGAAGTCAATAAGGTCTCATCAACATCTAATATTATATGTCTCTTTTTGTGAGAAATTGACATATTTGAATCTTTGTAATTCATAATTTACCTATTTTTGGAGTTTCATTTTGTACTATATATTATTTTAATATATAATTATCACATAAAATTGACATATATAATGGCTTATCTTTATAAAAAGAAATTGTTTATAATGTCATTACATATTTTGTTACAAGAACTACCTCCAGAAATTCAATATGCTATATATAAAAATTTTACTATATCAGAGTTAGTATCTTTATCTAATGATGATAATTATAAGTATTTAAAAGATATAAATTATGATAGTTTGTGGGGATACATTGCCATAGATAACTTTAATATAAGTTATATTAATGAATTTAATAAATTAAATAATACAGAATATCTATGTTGGTATGATATATGTAAGTACTTTAGTAGTTTAAATTGTGAATATCTAACATTGCTTAATTTAGGCAAACTAAAACAATTTTATATTTTGAAATATATATTGGAAAAAATGGATCCAAAAAAATACAAAAAGAAGACCATAGAAAGAAAATTAAGAAGAAGGGAAAGAAGTATAATATTATCGGGATTATTTTATAGTGCCATCGAAGATAACAATATTTCCCTTTTGCAATTCCTTATAATGGGACAAAAATACAAAATAGAGACAACAAAAATCTCTATTCTATATGAAGCATTATGTAGAAATGAAGAATTAGAATTATTAAATTATATAGAAAAAATCTATGGAGATTTTATACTTTATGTTGATAAAAATAGTATATATAATATTTTTAGTGAGGCAGCATCCGCTGGTCGTCTTCATATTATAAAATTTATTTATAATAAATTTGGAAGAAAAAAGGAATATAGCAACATAGTATTAGAAAAATCTATAATAAATGGGGATAATGATATGTTTAGATGGGCATATTCTGTTGGGGCAAATCTCTGTAATAATTATGGAAGACCATTATTCATTGCACTAGAAATAGATAATAAGTTTGCCATTGATTTTTTGATAAGTAAAGGAGTTGGTATTCAGATTAATAATATATTAACTACGGGACAACAAATACACTGTGTCTCTGAAATAGAATATAATACAAATTTTGATATTATTATGAAAAGATTAATTAACATTGCCGCAAAATATGGATATGATAATATAATAAGATCTCTTATATGTAATTTATTACATTGTTATAAAAATAAAGATAATTATCGAATCTTAGAAAAAGAATTAATGGATGAATGCAAGAATATTGCCATCGAAAACAAAAATTATGATACTTTATACGTTATTAAAACTTCTAAATCTTTATGTTATGAATGTTGGTGGGAATCACGTCATAGAAGATAGTATCCATAATTTATATTTTTATATTCTATAAAAATTATGCATATAAAGTAGGAATATTTGTGATTAGATAGGAATTAGAAAAATATAAAAATGACATCTTAAGTAAATTAATAGGATTGAAATATAAAAGGAATATAAAATAATAAGGAAAATGTGTCATCCTCAGTTTAGTTGGGAGGATTGTCCGGAGCAAATGGAATATAGAAGTTTCTTTATAGCTACTACATGTGTACATTTTTTTGTCCTTATATCTTATTCCATAATAAGTATTGTTATTTCTAATTCTTCTCGTACTCTAAGAAGAAAAGGTGATATTAATTGTAGACTAAAATTAGCAGACTGGATGCGTCTAAGTATTATTTTATACTCATTGTTTGGATTATTGCATAATGTATCTTTAATATTTTCAGAGCCATTGTTCCATCCATTACCAACCTTATTATTTTATAATATGTATGCATTAGGTATGTTAATAACATTACTTCTTATTGTTAAATATTGGATTGGATTGGCAAAACTTATTGCCGGAGATTTACAAGTTGACGTTAGTAGTCTTGTTAGTGGAGGCAATAAATTTTCTGATACCTTCATTACATACATTAGCGCCGTTAATCTTGCCGTCTTAATTCTTTTAGTAACCTTAACTTATCATTATCGAGATAATACCAATACAGTTAATATTCTATTAACCATGGAAGCTATTTGGCATTCGGTTAATAGTTTAGCTATTGGTATATCTATGACTATATTTGGAAGTAAAGTTACTAATGCATTATCTAAATCTAAATGTGAAGAAAGTTCTAAGCTTCATCCTCGTTTTAAGTTTTTATATTTGTTCTTTATTACTGTTGGTCCCTTCTATTGTGCCATTCATGTTCTCTCTATTGTATACAATATATGGTATATGAGTTTAACCGCTTGGTATATTATATATGGGTTCTTTAATATTGCAGGGTTACTTATTGCCTCATCTTTCCTTCCTTTGTTAGCGAGAAAATCCACCGAGGGTCAAGGATTTAGTTCTAGTGGTATGATTAATAGTGTCTCCGTTAAGTAATTGATTATCAATAATTTAAATAACTAATAGCAAATAAATATATGGAAAAATTAAAACGAAAATGTGAAGAATGCATTTATAGAGCACTGTGCCTCCCTTAAGAAAGAATTATCTTGTAATGTTAAACTTATGGGATCTAGAAGATGGGGCTTATGTTATCCTGAGTGCGATATTGATGGTGTTGTCATTTGCGATGATAACCCGCAAGAAATATTGGATGCATTGGAATCGTATCATAAAAAATATTATAAATTAGATAATATGAAAAAGTTAGTTACTAAAGCTGGATTATCATTGCTTATTATTCCAGAGATTAATATTGGAACATATAAAGGTAAATTAGATTGGACAATTCAGAGTACCGAGATTAATAATTTTATTATATCATCCTGCGAAGAGATTTTGGATAAAATGTCAGAAGAGGATAAATGTTTATATGCACATAATATGAGGGAGTTGTATAAAAATAAAGATGAGGCCGGAATGTTGAAATTAAAATCTATGTTGAAAGTATTAAAAGATAAATGAGTGAACCAAATAAAATAATTTATAAATTATTTTATTATAAGATAATATTAAGTCACCATAAAGTTATTATAAGTTATTACAACATTAAGTTATTATAAAGTTATATTAAGATTAAGTTATTATAAAGTTATATTAAGATTAAGTTATTATAAAGTTATATTAAGATTAAGTTATTATAAAGTTATTATAAAGTTGTATGAAGTTATTATAAAGTTATATTAAGATTAAGTTATTATAAAGTTATTATAAAGTTGTATGAAGTTATTATAAAGTTATATTAAGATTAAGTTATTATAAAGTTATTATAAAGTTGTATGAAGTTATTATAAAGTTATATTAAGATTAAGTTATTACAACATTAAGTTATCTTAATACCAAGTTATTATAAAGTTATATTAAGATTAAGTTATTATAAAGTTATATTAAGATTAAGTTATTATAAAGTTATATTAAGATAAAATTATATTAAGATGAAATTATATTAAGATGAAATTATATTAAGTTATTATAAGTTATTATTGGTTACTATAAGATAAAGTTATTATAAATTATTATAAAATAAAGTTATATCAATGTTAAATTATAATAAGATGGTATAAAGTTGTATGAAGTATTAAGTATAATAAGTTACTATTACCCAATAAAGTTATGTAAAGATATACATAACATAATAAAATGATTTATTATTAATTTAAATACATTTATAATGAACGAAATATATATAATATAACATAGTATAATATAATATAATGGATAATAAAACATTAACTATTATAATTAATAAGCAACAACAGATATGTTGTCTAAATAAAAGTACAAATATTACATTTTGTGGTTATCTATATTATTTCCAAACTCCAGATAGAATAACATATCATTGTTCCGAGATATATACTAATCCTACTCTAATATCATTCTCAGACTATAGTTTCATCAGATTTATCATACATGACGGTACAAATTTCATAACAAGTTTAACAGAAGATATATCTGGAAGACTATTGAATTTTTTTATGAAAGGACAAGATGTCATATTATGCGATAAACATGATGAAACTTGTGATGAATGTTCTAGAAATTCTCATGATTGTAGGGGATTCGTATACTATTTTTATGATGAACCATGTATAAAACCTCACTACATCAAGCTAACTACCACAGACAATATCAAAGCTGGAAATATTGTGTTTATGGCAAAGACTATGCGTGTACCATACACAAATGTCCATTATGCAATATATTTAGGTAATGGAGTATATATATCTAAATTTGGTGTTTCTGGACCTATTATTTTTAATGATTTAGCGGAATTAATGATTGGCTTTGGTTCAGAAGTGTATGGCGTCTTGGAGATGGCTGAATAAAATTGATTTTATAATTATATTTATATTATGTATAGACAGACACACAACAACAACAATGGAGATTAAACCATATACTGAGAAAGCATTTGTTTTAGTAGGAGAAGCCACTAAAAATTATACGACAAAACTTGGAAAGGATGGAATGCATGGAAAATATGGTAATAAATGGACGAATAAGGAGACAGGAGAGACATTTTCTGGTTGGATGTTTTCTAATAAGAGAAGACAAGAGGTGGAAGCTTTCCTACAATCCCCTGAAACATATCAACCTCCTCCTCCAAAACCTGCGGGACGAGGTAGAGGTAAGGTTATTGAAGACCAACAACCTACCCAATACTTTACGCAACCAATGCAGTCATTTGCACAACCAATGCAGGCATTTAATTTACAACAACCTCTTACACAAACTGGATTACAACGTCTAATGTATGATATTAAAGTTCCTAATGTTGGAGATGTGGTACATATGGTTGTTGGTAATTCTATGTCGCAACTAAATGTCAAGCATGTTCTATCTAGTAAAAATAATGGATTGCATGATACATTATATTTGCAAGGATCCGATGAGCAATTAATGTTAGCAAAGGTTGTGAATGGAGAATGGCAAATCTTGACGAATGTAAGTGAACATAAACTATTATTTTAAACGTGATGCTAACAAAATATAATTATATGTATATACATATAATTATTATCTTATATATAACTTATTCTCATTATGATTTATTTTTTAAGTATTCATCAAAGGTAAATTTTAGTTTATTATAATCTTCTATAACTCGACTTATCATCTTTAGATGATAAGGTGAGACTTACTTTATAATATCTTATAATTCTAATCTTCTATAATTATAATCTTCTATAACTCGACTTATCATCTTTAGATGATAAGGTGAGACTCACTTTATAATCTTCTATAATTTTATAATCTCTCATAATTATAATCTCTTATAACTTTATAACTTTATAATCTCTTATAATTATAATCTTCTATAACTTTATAATCTCTTATAATTATAATCTTCTATAACTTTATAATTTCTTATAATTATAATCTTCTATAAGTTTATAATCTTATTCTATAATCTTCTATAACTTTATAATTTCTTATAATTATAATCTTCTATGAGTTTATAATCTTATTCTATAATCTTCTATAACTTTACAATCCATTATAATATATTAAAGATATTGGAATTATAATAATTTATAAAGTTATAGAATTATAGAATTATACAAGATTATAAAGTTATGGAAGATTAGAATTATAAGAGATTATAAAGTTATAGAATTATAAAGTTGTGGAAGATTATAAAATTATAGAAGATTATAAAGTAAGTCTCACCTTATCATCTAAAGATGATAAGTCGAGTTATAGAAGATTATAATTATGGGAGATTATAAAATTATAGAAGATTAGAATTATATAAGATTATAAAGTTATACAAGATTATAATTATAAGAGATTATAAGAGATTATAAGAGATTAGAATTATAGAAGATTATAAAGTTATAGAAGATTATAATTATAAGAGATTAGAATTATAGAAGATTATAAAGTGAGTCTCACCTTATCATCTAAAGATGATAAGTCGAGTTATAGAAGATTATAATTATGGGAGACTATAAAGTAAGTCTCACCTTATCATCTAAAGATGATAAGTCGAGTTATAGAAAATTATAATTATAAGAGATTCTAAAGTTATGAAAGATTATAATTATAAGAAATTATAAAATTATAAAATTATAGAAGATTATAATTATGGGAGATTATAAAGTAAGTCTTATCTTATCATCTAAAGATGATAAGTAGAGTTATAGAAGATTATAGTAAATTATAATTTATTATGAAGTCTTGCCATTATATAATACCAACTACGTTGCCCCCCCCCCATCCTCGATTGATTTATGGAATAAGATAATATAATATGATTTTAAAGCTGTAAAGTTATATAAATTAATTAGTATGCAACATTATTATATTTACTAAATTTATAGGAACCAAATTCTATGTTTATTTCGTTTAATTATGATTTACTTTAATAATATGTACAATAAATGGATGTAATATAAAATTATCTGTTATATTTAAAATATAAGTATCGATAATGGAAATTATACCTTACACGGAAAAATCATTTATTTTAGTGGGAAGCGATACCAAAAATTATATAGAAAAGCTTAAGGAAATGGGTGGTACATATGGTAGATATTGGAAGAATAGAGTAACAGGAGAAAACTTTTCTGGTTGGATGTTTAACATTAATAAAATGCCAGAAATAGAGGAATTTTTGCGAACACCTGATACTTATCAACCTGTATCACCAAGATCATCTGGCCAAGGTAGAAGTAGACAACAACCAACTTCATATTTTGGACAGCAAACTATACAACAACCTGGATTACAACGTGTAATATATGATATTAAAGTCCCTAATGTTGGAAATATTGTAAATGTCGTTATTGGTAGTTCAATTACACCATTAAGGGTTGGAACTGTTTTATCTAGTAAAAATGATGGATTGTTAGATACATTGTATTTGCAAGCGGATGACAATTCCATAAACGTTGCCAAAATTGTAAATGGAGAATGGCAAATAATTTCCAACTTAACTGAACATAAGGTATTATTTTAAATAATAATATTAATAATTATATCTTATATAATTATATAAGATATAATAAATGGAAACATATTCTGAAGAAGATATCGCTAAGCATTTCCAAAATACTAACAAACAATTATATGTTACAATTTTTAAAAGAGATAATACAACATATTATCATTTCTTTTCTTCTATCAGTGGAATTATAAGTTATATGGAGAATATAAATAGAAAGGGATTATTATTTAATGATATATCATATTCCGTCAGTCATGATGGATGGAATTTAAAATTTGTTAATGATTTGTTATATTCTAAGGTTAAATCAGAATATATGAAAGAAGAAATTCCATTGGGTTTAAGTAATTCTTCATCGTTCTCTTCTTCTTTAGAGATATAACGTATGACCATATTATATTACATAATATAATATATAAATTTATTTATATAAAAATTTACGAATTATAATAGTTTGTAATTTTGTAATTATTATAATTTTCTAACTCTTATAAATTTTATAGTTTACAATTTTCTATCTCTTGTAATTTTGTAACTATTATAATTTTTTATAGTTTATAAATTTCTATCTCTTGTAATTTTGTAACTATTATAATTTTTTATAGTTTATAAATTTCTATAACTTATAATTTTCTATAACCTATAATTTTTTCATCTCTTATAAATTTTATAGTTTATATTTTCTATTTCTTGTAATTTTGTAACTATTATAAATTTCTATAGTTTATAATTTTCTATAAACTATAATTTTATGTAAACTTCATAATTATAGAATAGAAGATAAAATGATACTATAGTCAATACTTTAATTGTATACAATTATATATTCATGGGATACTACCCATTAAAAACAAATTCCATAAACGATACAAAATAAAAATTATATTATCTCATTATAATATAGAAAACGTATTCTCCATACATACAAAAATTTTCACCTTTTATAAATTTTTTCCGTGGGTAGTATCCCATAGATATATAATTATATATAATTAAAGTATTAACTATAGTAGCATTTTTATCTCCTTTTTATAATTATACATGATAGATAAAAGTATAAACTATGAAAATTTATAAGTTATAGAAAATTATAAAAGATAAAAAATTATAACTTATAGAAAATTATAAACTACAGAAAATTATAAAAGATAAAAATTTATAAAAGACAGAAAATTATAAAAGATAAAAATTATAATAGTTACAAAATTATACACTATTATAATTCATAAAACATATAAAATTATAAATTATAACTTTATAAACTGTAATATTTGAATAAATATATGAAGTCCTAGAAGAATAAAATAATTTTAATATATAATTAATATATCTAAATTATATGATTTAGATAATTATTATATGTTCAATGAAGAGGGATTATTAATTATAAAAAAATTTCTTATATTGTATAACCATAGCCATTCCATTTATCTTAGGATTTCCAACTTGAGTCATTTATTAACTTATTCATGGTTACATCATCTTCATTCTGGGAAAACATACAACATTGTTCCGCACGTGCATCATCCTCTTGAAATCTAATATAATATAATGATGTGTATCTTATTCCTTCTAACAATGGATGATCTATTTATAAATGTATTAATTTCATCTGAAGTTTTAAATTCAGCGCATGCAAAAACTATATTGCTACTTTCTCGAGGTGTAATTCTATCCATTTGGTTTATTTCATTATTTATATCATTAAATTTATATTGCATGATATATATTATACTATATAAGATGATTATGGAAAGTAGTCTAATACATAAACCATTATTTTAAAATTTAATATAGCATAATAATATATTATTTCCATTCATGGAATCAGCAAAGATAATTATATAAATATGTTACACTATTTCTTTACTTACTAACTTACATAGTATTCAAGAACAAACATATTTTGTAATCTCAGGAAATTAAATATTAAATTATACATATTAAATCATAATATGTATAATTTAATATGGCTAAGCTATTATATGAAATGTAAATGACAATAAAATATCCAAATAGATAATTTGATTTCTTTATATATTATATTTAATATATAAACAGATTATATAGATATGTCAACCCGCGAAAATCCTGATGACCACATAAACGATCTTATAGAATATTTACACAACGAAAAGACAGAACATTTGATAAATCATATACTACCATATTTATATATTGATGAATTACAATCTATATGTAATAAAGATGAAATCCTTAATTCCTTATGTAATAATCCTGAAATATGGAGACTTAGATTATTAAAAGAATATCCTTACTATAATTTATCCAATATTACCGATTATAAAACTATTTATTTTAATTTACTTAAGATAGATACTATACCAGTATATATTAATGGTGATATATCTGGTTATATACATTTATCGGAAGATTATGGATATAAAAATTTAGTAGACAGAATGGGGTATGAAAATTGTTTTGTATTTTTAATGGATGATATGTTCCTACCTCTTATATATTATATAATTAATGATGGTATTTTATATAATTATACATCTATTCCGTCTGATATTATAATACATCATAAGATTAAGACAGATGAGAAGATAAGAAAAGTATTAATAACTCCTGTACATATGAATGAAATGGAAAACATGCATGGAAATCTTATTCCCTTGTCTAACTATTGTAAAAAATATTTATTATCTTCTACTTCTATACCATATTATGCATATTATAAAAATTCAGATATAATGATAATAATGGATAATAACGAAGTTAACATAGAAAAATTACAAAGTAAAGATTTACATATTATATCCTCTAATATACAAACTAATGAAGATATGTTACGATACTTAGATAATATAGGACATGTATTTGGATGTAGTGTATCATATATGTCATCTTGTATAGAAGGAATAGAAAATCTTAAAATATAGATAATCCATAAACTATTATATTACATCTATTTATCCATTTATCTATATTTTTCATTAAACTTTCCAGAGAATTATCTATTCCTTCTTTATATATTTTTATTTCGAATATATTGTTTTCATTAATATTTACACCAACCACATCATTTTTTGCTTTCATAATATTTTTACCATGAAGTTGTAAGGAATCACATCGACACAAAATAGAAAAAGTTCGTGCGGCTGAAATATATAAATAATCTCCTACTTCTAAACTTCTATTTATATTTATTGATAGAACATTACGCTTTGGGAATACTCTTTGTACTTCTCCTAGTCGCCTCATATAGCATAACTTATCATTTGGAGATAAATATAATGTATGAGAAAACATACGTTCTTCTAAGCAATATGTATTTGCAATCTTATCCTTATTTTCTATAATAGACATCAATTCTTTACAACATTGCATAACTAACATATTATATCCAATAATATTATTGGTCTCATGTTCTCTTAAATATTTCTTAACTATATTAAGATATAGTTTCTTCTTTGATAATTGCATAATTATATCTTTGTTCAAATATACTGAGACAGATCCATCTATCTCTTTATTATTATTATGCAGGTATTGAAATATATTTATTATATTGTCTTTTTCTTTTTCGTATATTAATATATAAGTTAATGTTTTTGTGTCTATATCATATTGTATATCTTTAATGATATTCGTATCATGATAATAATTTCCCTTTATATAATAGTTTAGGTTATAATAATTTAATAAATAATATACATTATGGTTACAGATAATTTCATCCATATTATAGTTAATAAAATTCATTAATGCACAAGTGAACATATCAATACACATAAGTCCAATACTATATAATAATTCTTGTAAATTTTCTAATATTGTATCTTTATTATCTTTAAAATTATATTTATCTCCTTGATATAAATATCCTAATATAATGTTAAGGACATCATAGGATAAATCTAAGGTAACCTGTTGTAAATCTTTATCTTTAGTATTTAATGTAAATATATTTTCGAAGTATGGAGAGGCAGAAAGAATGACTTTATGAGAATGTATACTTTTTCCATCCGTTGTTAATAATGTTATATCTGAGAAGGTAGGATTATTAATAAACTTCTTATGCATTGTTATTAATTTAATAACAATAATATTATAATCATTTTTATATAAATTACTCATAGTTATTCTTTATTATATAACATGGGGTATCATTTGATACGTACGGGACATAAACATTACGATAATTATATCCATAACTTCCTATAGGTGGTAATTCCATCTTAATAATATTCTTTTCTAATGGTATTTCTAGATAATGACAATAAGGATATTTATATGAATCTATTCTAAGTAAAATATAAAAATTATACGTATATACAAACAGATAATCTCCAATTTCTGCCTGAAATGAATTATTCATTAAACATCTAATAGTTAGCGTTCCACTTTCTTTCACCGTATCATATGATATATCTGATATATTTCCATAAAGTTTCATATATAAAATATTACTATTGTATAAAGAAAAAGATATATTATCAGAATAATATTCCTGAAAATAAAAGTCCTCTGTTGTAATATTACAATCATTTCCACCAATTATATTATTTATTTTTATACAACATTGATCCAAGGCCGCACTCTTTCCTTTAAATCCATATTGTTCTAAATATTTTTTACAAATGTTAGGGTATATTTTATTTTCCAACATTGTTTCAACAATATCCATATATAAATATGGTATAATATCAAAATCTATATCATACTTATTTATATATAAAAATTGTAGAATTTTTGTTGTCGTTTCATTAGTTTCATATTTAAATATAAATGATAATACATCTTTTGTATTTATATCATATTTTAAATTTTTAAGTATATGATGTTTATTTTTATAAATATTCTTATCTTTTATATATTCTATAAGATTATAATTATTAAATATAATATACAAATTATGTCTCTCTAAAAATTTTGTGTTTGCTAAAATATAATTTATATATTCTAATTTTAATTGTTCAATATTATACATATTAATATAATAAAGTAATTCTTCTATATTATCCACCATGTCATCCTTATTAGGTATATATACATCATCATATAAGTAGGTATATCCATAAATATATTTTATTATGATTTCTAACGATCCATAACTAATATCTAATTTTATCTTCTTTTCCATACTTTCCTTCATATTAATCCTAAACATAATATCAAAATATTCTGACTTACAAAATAATATGACCTTATGACAATATATTTGTCTACCATCTATACATTCTAATATAATATCAGAATATAAGGGATTATTAAATGCTTTCGTAGTCATCTTATATTAAAGATAAAATTATTTTCATCTCAATTTATAGGAAATTGAAATGAAATTTTCATGTTATAATATATTAAATGTCAGATTATAATCGTATATTACAAGAATTAGAGGAATACAAGTTAATGATTCCAACTGCCAAAAGTAATCATGAAGCTTGTATAACATTTCAGGAAATAGGAGATTGTTACTATGCACTTAAAAATTATGAATTAGCAATAGAAAATTATAACAATGCTCTAAATAAATGTAAATATACTACCAATGAACTAAATGAAGATAAACGTAAAAAATTCTATTCAAATATTTTATGTGATATTGCGTCTGCATATAACATGCTAAAAAATAATAAGGCCGTTGATTATTATTATAATAATGCAATTAAGGCAGATAATAGTAATGTAAGACCATATAGAGAAAGAAGTAAATGGAGACAATTAAATGAGGATTATATTGGAGCGGCCAGTGATCTCAAAATGGTAAACAAATTGAATTCTATTTAACATCCCATCCTTATATAAACATGAATATCATTATATATAAAATTACGAGCCAAGTTTTCAAGCCTTTAGTTTTACATAAGGTAAGAGAAAGAGGATATCCTTGCAATGGACCATCTATGGAAGAAGAAAGAAATATGAAAATTCACGAACTAAAGGTTAAATTATGTAAGTCTAACTCCTTGTTAATTAAAGCCGTTAATGGATTACAATTTTCACAAAGAGATAAACAAATTTATAAGGAGTTATTTGATGAGCATAAAAAGCATAGAATAGAAGATTTACAATATGATAGAGATGTTGTCCTCAGAGGAATAGAAAAGATAGAAAGACGAATTAAAGATGAAGAAAGAGATAATAATATATTATTGGAAATGAAAAGTAAATTACATGTTGTAGATAACAATTTAGATAATATCGATAGTTTGGATTCACTTATTAGAAAGGAATAGGATAAAATGATATTATTTATTATCCATGTTATATAATATGAAAATATGTTTCCATATGAGATAACTTTTAATATATTAAAGTATTTAGATTATTATGGTGTCTATAATTATTGTTATTGTAATAAATATTTATCTGAAGTCGTTAAGGATTATAGCTTTTGGAAACACTATATAAATGAAAGAAATATAAGTAAGTTTCCTTTTAATTATAATATTGATAGATTCATAAATTCATTAATTGATAACAATATAAGATTAATTCCTATTTACGTGGATAAGGTAAAAATGAAAAGTGTGTGGATTAATAAATATATGTGTATATCGGAAGTATTACCTAAATGTGTTAAAATAATATATGGCCCAAAGGTAAAAATTTTAAATTGGAAAGGACAGACGTTTATAAATACAAAATATGGATATAGTGATAAACATGGATGGAGGGGACGAAGTACAAGAATTATAGAGGGACAAAATAGTCTTAGAAACATAGGGATACCATTATATTTTTTATCAAATGTTAAATTTGATGTACTCTGGGATGTATGTTATGAAATTCATATTAAAAATAAAGTACAAAATTCGCCAAATTAATATTTATGATTGTCTTATATGATTATATTATTTCTTATGATTATATAATTGTAGTTATATAATAATCTATTGTAATGTAATAAAAGATTATAAAAGATTAAATTAAAATGGAAGATAATAAATCATATTTATCAATGATAGATGATGTACATAATATTTATGATAGATATTATGGAGTCTCATTATTAAATTATTTATTAACAATATATTATAACAGAAATTATAACCTCGATTACTTGGATAAATATCCGATTATACATAATAATCTTCCTATGGTCAAAATTAATAAAATATCGAACCCGATATTTTCTCATATTAACAATACACATAAATTTCATATTCGTTTACCTATAATGCCTATGATAGCTCGTCAATTATTACATATATTAAAATGAGGGAGGGTATCTTCAACCATTTCACATGTTTCCTTTCCACATCTTGTAATATAATAATCCCTATCATCTATAGTTTTTAAATATTTCCAAACGTCATCTTCTTCTTGGCATTCTAAGGCAATGGATCCTGCACTTATAATATACCACCAACCATCTTTTAACTTTCCCGTATCTTTTTCTCGTTGATATATATTCTTATTATTTAAGAATTGTTCTAATTGTATGCTCATTTTAATATATAAATATTTTATGTTATTAAGTCAATTTATAGAAGATAAGGATTAAAAGCTTCAATAAATTTTAATATATCTTCATTAGATATATTATGATTATTAAGTAGTTGCACTTCCTCTTTTGTTATTTTAAATTCTTTGATCTTATCTTCTATCTCAAAACACATAGATTCTAATATTTTTAATGAAAATCTATTTCCTAATTTTCTAATCTTTTTATATGACAGCACAAATTCAGATATTAAGGTATCTCGTTGATCCATATATGTGTATTTTATAATTCCATAATATAATATTATGGAATATCAATTTAAAAATATTATATAGGTACGATTAATATCAACTTATACATACATTTGGTATATATCAAAATTACATAATAAATAGTTTAATATAAATTATAATTATAAAGAGAATTCGATACTAATGTTATATATTAAAAATAATAATATTTCTATTCTATGTATACTATCCCATGAGACCTTCGTATATCAAAATTACATAATAAATAGTTTAATATTTGATATAAATTGTAATTATAATGAGAATTCGATATTAATGTTATGTGTCGAAAATGATGATATTTTTATTCTATGTATACTATCCCATGAAAATTTTATATGTCAAGTTTATAATTTCTGATTATAAGGAATTATATTATATAATTCATAAAATTCTCTATCATTATAAATTAAAAATTTGTAATGTATTGACAGAATAAATATCTTTTATATTAACATAATTTAATATTATTTAAATAGGAAATTAATTTAGCATAATTTCTTTCCAAAAGAACAAGTCTTATATAATTATGACAATCTGAACTGTTTGAATATCGATTATTGATATTGCTTATGACAGATTTTATGTAATCTCTGTTAACTTGCCTATCTCGCAATATACAATTCATCGCATAATTGTAATTAATTTTACTTGTATTATATAAATTTAATATTCCCTTTCTATATGTATTATCAGAATCAAATTCGTACAAAATAAAACCATTTATGGATCGAAGAAGAAATTTATATAATATTTCACCCACATCATCATCAAACTCCTTAATTCTCATATATATCGTCTTTAAAAGAGAAGGATCATATTTACTGAATTTATCTGAAAACATATAACCAATTGTCCAATTAAATAATTGTTCACATGGTGTATCATTAATATTTTCCTTATTCCATCCTCGTAAAAAATAATACATATCAACATTTTCTTTATTTTTCCCAACCTCCAACATATTCTTGTAGTTATTTATAATTAATTTTTGTATATCTGGGGAATACTCGCATGCTTTGATCAAATTACCCGGTATCTTCCAAGTGCTGATAGGAATGGATTTATCACAATTTGTTGCATAACACCAAAAATCCCTATCCAGGGTTATAATTACTCCTGTATCATATCCACCTCTATATAAAGCATATTTAATGTCTATGTTACACATAGAATTTTTATCTTCGACCTTTCTACAAAACTGCAAGACTTCTTGTATATCCCCATTATATGACACAGATTGATATGTCATTCTCTCAATTAATGTTGTCCAATAATTATATACGTCCTTACATTTATATGATTCATATAATAAAAATCTTTTTGAGTCAGGATATAGATATAATAATATCTTTTCTAAATTATCTAAAGTTTTAATATCGTCAAAGTTCATATCATTATCAAAGATGTTAACATAAAAAGATGAAATATATGAAAGTGTTACCGGATTATTTATGAACGATGTAAATCTTTCTATATTTCTTAATTGTAAGAGCCTAGAAGGTAGATATTTAGGAATAGACAATATGGTAATTAGGTCATCCATAGGTAATGTATGTAATAAGTTCTTATATTCTATGTATCTATCACATATATATTTATTGATTAAAATTGTTTTGTAATATATATTATCGAATAAAATTCTTAAATCTTTACTTGTATTATATAATACTCGTAAACATTTTATATCTATAGTAGATATTAATTTTAGAATATCTGCTGGTAATATAATATATTCCATGTTTAATCTCTTAATTATTAAGAGATTAAATAATGATTTCAATTTTGCCTGGTAATAGCGTGTATATAGATATTAACAGAATCATAGTCTTTTTCTAATAATTTGAGTCTTATTAAATCCTTACATTTTGTTGTTTTTATATATTCTTGATGGATATCTTTCATAAATTGAGTAAATATATCTCGATTAAAATTTTCTGTATATGATTTCCATATGAAATCGTTATATAGGGTTCTGCTTATTTTAATAAGTGCAAATATATTTTTAAAGAATACAACATCTTCAGCAATGTATCGAAGTTTATCTATTTTCATATGGTTCATACATACAATATAAAACAAATCCGATTTTTGCATATCAAATTCTTTTAATTTTGTATACACGCCTTTCGCTATGGATATATGATAAGAATAATTATATAACTTACTACTAGCAGATATCATATACCCAACTCCCCAATTAAATAATTGATCTATGGGGGTGGAATTAAGATTTCTTCTATTCCAACCTTCAGAAAAGTAATACATATCTACATTCTCTTTCTCTTTTCCAATTTCTAACAAATCTTCTAGTCTTCGATGGAATAGATTTGCACAATATGAAGAATTGGTTATCACTTTTGATATAACCCCTGTATTTTTCCAAATATTTTTATCATAAGAATCGTCTGTATATGTAATGTGATTCCAAAAATCCTGAGACGAGTATTGTGGTTTATGGGAACCATAACCTCCAGAATACATAGCCCTTATTAATTGATTGATATCTACATTACATATAGTAGATACAGATTGACAAAAAGATTTTATGTCATCAATATTTCCTCCATGTCCCATATAATTCTTCGTCATATGATAAACTATTTCTCTCCAAAAATCCTTATAATCCAATGAAGAATCCCTGATATTGTTACTTGCATTAATATAAAATTGTATTTGTGTATGATCGGGATGTATTAGCAAAAGTAAAGATTCTAGCGTATTGATGTCATCGTTTATATGGTCCATTGACATAGAATTTCCAAGAATATTAATATTTTCACTTATAATATAATTCAAACATAGTTTATTATTGACAAAATTATCTAAAATAGAACTATAATTTCTTAAGCGCAATATCTTTATATGAGAATAATATGGGACTGATAATATGATTGATAATTCCAAAATAGGTAAAGATGCTAATAATTCGATGTATTCCAAATGTTTTTCATTGTATCGTACTAAATATTTATTAATAAATATCTTCTTAAAATCATATGTATTAAATATCTTCCTTATTTCTTTGTTTGTACTATATAATAATTGTAAACATTTTATATTTATAATAGATATTAATCTTAAAATATCGTTAGGTAATAATATATATTCCATTCTTAACGTCACTAGTAGAATAATTTTATAATAATTTCAATTTTATAATATAATCTTATATTATAAGAATAACTTAATAATATCAGAGGGTTGAATAATATTTCCATTTTCTATATGATAATATAATAGATAATATCGAAAATTATCTGATAAAATAGTTGTATAATGAAGGCAATAGGTAAGTAAACATAAATAATTTAATGATTAACAATTAATTGATACTATGATTATATTAAAATATTTTGTAAATATAAAGAAATGATTGCAAACAAATCAGCATTTGGAATAAGTATTACAACATAATCAACCTTAACTCATATATTTTGGGGAAATAGAATGGAGGATGCATTAGGTATAGCTAAATCCCATTTAGTTTCTGATTATTTCTTTTCCAGTAGTTTTGTTGGGCAAATGCCATGGAATAATGGAGTTTTAATATTAAATAATGAAGGATCACTAATAGGACAATATTCTAAGAATGATTTAAATAATATATTGAATGATATATCTAGTGCAGCAGCTGATGTTAATGAGAAACAATATGAAAATGGTATACTTCAAGTTATAGAAACTGTTCAAAATTCCTATTAATTTATATATTCAAAAATTGAAATATTTATTATATAATAAACCAATAATATACGCATATATAATGTACGTAGCATATACATATTTTACTACTTGGGGTCAACATGGATATGGAGGACCTGGAGGATATATTCTACTATCTGATAATATAGAATATATCATCAGTAACATTCACAATTTGTTAGAAGAGAAATATAAAAAGAAACAGGAGCAGGATACATACATATTACAAATAAGTTGGTTATCAAAAGATAAAAATAACTGGAAAGAAACACATCTTTTTAATATTGATTTGTATACAGGAAATGGATCAGATAATAGTGAAGAAATTTTGTTGAATTCAATGCTATGTGAAATGGAGGAAGTATATGTTAAATATAAATATGATATAGGGAGTTTAGATAGTTATGCAAGATTAAAATTTATTGATTACAAAACGAATGATAGTTATCGTAAATTAGATATTAATTCTATACTTTCATTTTCAATATCTGCGAGCAATGGTACATGGGATAATATCGTAATAGAAAATGCACGAGAATATATAATAAATTATTTATATAATGGATATAGGCAGGAAGTAGCCCCAGTGAAAGATGAAACAAAAAATCATATCGGCATAGTATGGATACACTAGGTTCTATAATGTTATGATATGATATATCGTACATTTATGAATAAATGATTTCCTAATATTTATGATTCTAAATATTAGATGATAGAATATAATATAATAACTAAGGATGTGTTCCATTATATGATTAATACTTTCTTATCTATTGATGAAAGAAATATATTAAGATTATTAAATAAAAAGTATAGAGATAAATATAAGAATAATATAAATCTTAGAACATTGGTTAAGAATGGAAATATTGGAACTTTACAATATCTATATATTACCAATCATAATTATTATAAATGTATTAGATTAGCAGCAAAATTAGAAAAGTGGGATATATTCTCCTGGATATCTAATTTACGACATAAGGATACATATGAAAGAGTTGGTGGTAATAGTAAGTTTAAAATGTGTTATAATTTTTATAGTATAGATAATAAAATTTCTATTATTAAATTATTGAAAGATAATTTACATTTGCTATCATTCATTAATCCTAATATAGATCTAAATATTATAATAGAAAATAATATTGTAACGGAAGAACCATATTTGTTAACCTGGTTAACCCTTCTTCGTTATGGAATTCGATGTTCTAATAATGATATAACCTCCGTAGAAAAATTATTATATTATATTACCGAACATGGATCCATGGAAGCTTTAAAGTTTATACATAATATTTCCAAATTAATATTAAACGTATCAACCGATAAATCTAATGATATCGTGAGACATGCAATAGAAGGAAGAAGTTTAGAGAAATTACGATGGTTATATGAAAATGGATATAAACTAGGATATCATATATTACCGCATCCATATAATACTCCAGAAATAATAGATTGGCTAATAGATAACTACTTATATGAAAACAATCAGAATAAATGTGAGATATATGGAGGAGATTTATTTGTTGCTATAATGCACCAAAATACCTACGCAACGAAAAGATTGATAGATATAGGCATTAAACCAGATTCCTCAATACTAGGAATAATTTCCAAGCATAATGATATAAATTTACTGGATTGGGCATTAAAATATGATATTAACATAAATAATGATGATGTAAAATATATTTATGGTAATGCAATGAAACATAATAACATAAAAATTATTAATTGGCTAAAGGATAAAGGATTTTATAATTAAATGATTTGATAATATTTATAATTATAAATATTATGAAGAGACACAATGGAATATAATATAATGACAAAGGATGTCTTTAATTATATGATAGATAATTTCTTATCTATTGATGAAAGGAATATATTAAGATTATTAAATAAAGAATACTATAATAAATATAAGGACAAGATAAATGTAAAAACTTTAATTATTAATAAAAACTTAGGAACATTAAAGCACATAATTATAAATCATAGAATATGTTCCAAATATATTATAGATTATATAACAAAATCTTTGAAAAATGGAGAATGGGATATATTTACTTACTTATGTTTTTTACAAAATAATAATATTGATGATAGATCATATTATATAAGTAGGGATAAATTCGCAATATGGAGGAGATTAAAAGAAAACAATAGTTTGTTAGCACAAATATCTAATGGTATAGATATTATGAAAATTATTTTTAATAAAGAGGGGTATATGATATCAGAGCCATACATTATATCTTGGATTATCGAGGTATCAAGAGGACCAGGATCGATAATGGAGATAGCAACAGACCGAAGGAGGAAATTATTCTTAGATATTATCAAATATTCACATACAGAAAGTTTATTGTTTTTATGTAATATATATAATTTAATACTACGCACTAGACCGACATATGGGGACTTCGCTCAAATAGCAGTTGAATATGATAGATTAGATAATTTAAAATGTTTATTAAACAATGGATTTAAGTTAAATGGGGAGGAGTTAGATTATGCAATAAAAACAAATAAAAAAGATATAATAGATTATATTATACGATATTATAGTTAAATGATTTTCTAATATTTATGGATATAAATATTAGAATGGCTGAATATAATGTAATGACTAAAGATGTATTTAATTATATGATGGAAAGTTTCTTATCTATAGATGAAAGGAATGTTTTAAGATTATTAAATACAGAATATAGAGACAAATATAAGGGTAAGATAAACATCAATACATTAATTAGAAATAATAATTTGAAGACATTGAAATATTTGATAATAATGAAGATGGATTATACTTCTATAATTACTAATATGAATAAAATGACCTTACTCAATAACTGGGATATGTTTAATTGGATGTGTTCTTTACGGAATACGGATGAGAATAAAATACATAAAATTATGACAGGAGGGATGGAAAGCCATAGAAAATTCAAATTGCAAGTTGTGGAAATATTGTTGCAGAACTTACATTTATTTCCCTTACTAGATAAAAATATTGATTTGAGTTTTACATTGGAAGATAATAAAATAATAGAAGAGTCATATTTTATAACTTGGATAACATACTTAGTAAATGGAGATGATGGGGAATACAGCATTGGTGGTATTAAATCTCCTACAAGATATATACGTAATTTAGTACGATATGGATGCATTAACAGCTTAAATTTTATATATAATGTCTTTCATATTTTGCTAAAAATAGGGTTAATGGATAAGTGTTGCTATATGTACACGGCATTAAAACATAATAATTTATCCATGGTACAATGGCTTTGTGAAAAAGGACATATAATTCGTCCGACAGACCTAAACCGCATAAGAAATAAAGTAAATAAAGATATAGTTGACTATGTAGAACGTAACCAGAAAAAAGAATGTTATCCATATTGGATGGTATAATTAATTCTTATAATCATATCTATGAATCTCATGATCTTCCTCAATCTTATGATTATCTTTAGATGAAGTTGCAACATAGAAGAGACAATATAGAATAGATATGGCTGAAAGAATTTTAATGATATTGAATGGTATTGGCATTCCTAATATTATACAACCAGCTAATACTAGCTGTGATATTATTATATATTTTATGTTTGACTTTAGTGTGCTAATGTAATAGATTAATACAAATAAACTCACAACAAGTATACTTTCATACATTTATAATCTTTATATAATTATAAAAATAATTATATATTCTAAATCTAACTATATGAATAATTATATATTATATGTTGATATTTATATGTTATAATTATGCCAACTCTTTAACTTTCCTCTCGTGCTCCATTTTAATACTAAGAATTTCACGTTTATATCCATAAAGTAATAAACATGATCCATATCTAATGTCTGGTAAAGTATTAGGATTGCCAATTACAATCTTTTCCATTCCACTACCAATTTCCACATAAGATAATGGTTGCGGAGTTAAATCGCATACATAACCATCACAATCAGGACAACAACCACTATCATAATGTTTCTGATTCCTATGGCATATATGTATTTGTGTATAATCCAATATTGATCTGTGTTCCATTCCTAAATGTTCTGCAATCCTGTGTACTAACCTACGCTGATAACTATTCTTACATTGAATCTTTTTGCTCTTCTTACTCATCATTCTTCCTCTTCTTATTCCAGTTATCAATGATCTAAAACTTTCAAATATCTTAAGATCTGATTGTAACCTTATATGTGAACATAAGAATTCCCAACTTCCATTCCAATAGTTTAATACATTTCCATATTTACTGACAAATCTATCCTTCCATAAATATTCACTATATGTATTATGAATATCTTTATTACATGATAATATGTTAGATAAATCTTTTGTACATAGATAACCTAAAATAGAATTAAATAATTCCGATGGTAATAATTCTAAAACTGACATTTCAATAATATTTATTTTATTATAAATAAATCAGTTTTATATAAAATGGGTCAAAAGACATCCATTATATCAGATCTTCATCTTAATATGGACTGTATAGACTATATAATATATAATTGTCTCGATAAGGAGGAAAGAGGTATATTTAGGCTAGTGAATAGATACTTTAGAGATAGTATAAGAGGAAAAATACAGATACGTCCGCTTATGATAAATGGAAATTTTAATACAGTTAAATATTTAGTTAGTAGTTATCATACTAATAATCATAAATATTTATTTATTAAGAATATGATATGTAATGTACACACATCGTATGATAAAAACGAATTGGTTGAATGGATTCGAGGTTATAAAAATCATAAGGAGATAAAGGAAGATAAGGGTATAAAAATTGGAACAGATATATTATTCGGATTAATATTGGGTTCCATAGCTAAAGACTTTATTAAATAATTATATTTAATAGATAATATTATATAATTGGTCCTATCATTATGGGTTGATGTGTGTTACCCTATCGCTAGAACATTCATAATAAAAATTATAAATGTTTATTCATATGATCAGTTATATTTATCTTACAGTTATTTATATTTGTTAAATAAATATAAATTTATATTTTAATATAAAATATTTTGTATGTATAGATATAAAAGTTCTCATTAATGTAGATGGATATATTTGCAGAGATATATTATATGAATTATGTAAAAGAAATTAATTAATTGTGGGATATAATAAAGGATAATGTTAATAGCGCAGCAAGTGCTGGAACTTCCATTATAAAGAATGATTTATGTAAATATATTTATGCTAATCTAGTTATTGGAAATTTTAAATATATCTTAACATATTATTAAGATTATAATTATGTATTACATAATATTACAAGAATCCGATTCAACTTCCTTATCTAAAAATGATTTAGTGATACTATATTGACGTTCTGCATTCTTTTTATCTTGGGGTGATATATCAGAAACTTTTGAAGCTTTGTCAATATAATAAACCGCTTCCGCATACTTTCTACTTACATAATAGATCATCCCTTTCATATAATATGTTTTATATGTCCTAGATGCCTTATCCTCTTTAATATATGGTAATTTTGTTTCACAGATATCTAAATCTGCTAAGGATTCTTGGTATCTTTCCTTGTGATAATATGATAAGGCTCTACAATAATAAACCCGGAAGGTAAAATTTATATCATCAGTCCTAGGAATTTCTTCCTTTACGCATTCGGTTAATATCTTTATCGCTTTTCCAAATGCTGCATAACTATACATTTCCTCGCCCTTGTTCAATTTATCCATCTTATTATCTCTTTGTATTATAACTATTAATTATAAATCAATTTAATAAGACAAAGATAACACACTTACATAAAATATACAGATTTATTAATGAATAAATATAATCATATAAAATTATTATCATTTATTAATATAAATATAAATTTATTATATGTTATAGTGAAGATAGGAGATGAAGTGTTAATCTATAATAAATAATTCTTCAGGTTTTGGATTACATACAGCATATAATTTTATGGTAATTACACGTTTAATAAATGGACCATCAATACTATCTTTGCTTTCCCTAGATATCAATTTATGTCCCTTGGGAATGTGTACATCACGAAATAGCTTAACATCAAATGATTCCTGTTCAAATGATATAATATATGTATTCAGACATTCATTGATAACAGTAATATGAGAACCAGGAACATCTTCATCTCCCCAACGATAATCATATTGTAACATTTTACTCCTACATCACACTAATTTTTAATCAATTAAATTATATATAGAAGAAATAAAACAATACTAATATTATATCTTAATTTATATATGAATTATATTTTATGAGGTGGTACACATGAAGAAAAGGAAATATTAAATATTATGTTTGTTAGAATTAATCATTTTACATAAAGATAACAAATGCTAATTAAAAATACTTATATCATAATGTTTTCTTATTTACCTAATGAAATATTATTCAAAATCATAATACCCTTGGACGCAAAAGATATATTTAATTTATGTTATACAAATAAAGACTTGTATGCATTATCTCAAAATGATAATTTTTGGAGAGAAAAATGGAGATATAATCGACCAAATAAAGAATGCAAAATCACAAATTTGAGTAAATTTTATCAAAATATAGCATTTACAAAATTAATATACATATCAGACAAAAGAGGTTCTATAAGTAGAAAAAGAATAAAAGAAAATATGACAATTAAAAATATATTAGGGTATTTATCTGAAGAATGTGACATAATAACTTTATTAGATAAGGAATGTAAAGTTATTATGATAGGATGTAATAAAGATAAGATACATAAAACAAAAATATTAAAGGATACATTATTACAATGTAGCTTAAAATTTTTATGGAATACAATTCATACAATAAAATTAGAATAAATTACATAAGAACACATGAATCTGATTTAGCGTCTCGATCCAGACGACTCTTTGATAATTCATAAAAATCTTTAGCACGTCTCTTTTGTTCTTCATGTATATTTTCAACCTTGCTAGCCTTATCAGAATAAAATATGGATTCTTTATATTTTCCATCTGAGTAATAGTTTATTGCTTTCATAAAATATGTATCATATTTCTTATTGGACAATCCATAAGGTAATTTTGTTTCACAAATATCTAAATCTGCTAATGCGTCTTCGTATCTTTCACATTGATAATACGCTAAACTTCTATAATAATAAACGTCGTAAGTAAAGCTCATATCATTGCTCTTTGGAACTTCTATATTCACAGAATCTGTTAATATTTTTATTGCATCTTTAAATCTATTATGTTGATATTTCATTTTACCTTCAATAAATTTATCCATGTCTGTGTTTCTTTATAAAAGATTTTACATATCAATTTATTGATAATTGATATTTATAAATTATTCTATTATTAAATAGAATACAATATGGAAGACAATATAATATTTAATACAAGCATGGCAAATATAATGATTGCTGAAATAAAAGACGAAAATGATGTCAATAAAATATGTGCCTCTTTAAAGAGTATATATAGCACAATAATATCATCAACAAATAGAGATCGAGTTATTGAGGCATATAATGCATATAAATATATTTCTATTAATCCATTATTAAGACATAGAATACCAAAATTAACGGCAAATATGTTGATGGTGGCAAAAACAAGAGAAATGTTAATGGATGAGATAAGAAATATTCATATCAAGATGAATTCTATGGAACGAGATAAAAGACAACCATTAGAATTATTTGAATTAAGAAAAAAATATAAATTATTATCAGATGAACTAAAAAATATATAAATTTGTTTCATAAATAAATAGTTTGGAATGTGATAAGAGACAACCTTTACAATTATTTGATATGAAAGATCGATATAATAGATTAAGAAAAGAATATGAATGAGAAATTAATAAAGGAACTATAAAATGATATTTTATATTAATTAATATAAAATATAGAACATAATGGAAGCTAAAGATTTATCCACTCGTTGCGAGAACTTTCGTTCTTCTAAATCTGATATTGAATTAAAAGAGAAAGGCATAGAATGGATATCTAACATGGGATGTAATTTTGATATGAATATGGCAAATTTTTTAGTAATAAAGAGTGCATCTCCTAATAACATAAATAAGATAATTAAATGTTTGGACATGATTTATTATGATATATTATTAGAGGAAACGGAAGGGAATAATTGTAAGATAAATAAAAAATTAATGGATGCATATAAAGCTTATAGATACATATCAATCAACCCAATAATTAAAAATAAAATACAACATTTAGATTATAGTAAGATTGGGGATTATAATGGTACGAAGATTGTCGTAACTGAAGAGATAAAAATGTTATCTATGAAAGTAAAAGATTTATCATCGAAATTATCAGATTTATGTATTAAAATAGATAGATTGGAATGTGATAAAAGGCAACCTTTAGAATTATTTGAACTGAGAGATAAATATGAAAATATGGAGAATGAATATAAAAATGCAAAAAATGAATTACGTGAATCAATTAAAAAATGATATTTTATATTAATTAATATAAAATATAGGAGATGGGTATCGATAGATTATTAGACAATATTAGAAATGAAGGATATAAAAATATAAATCGTGAAGTACAAGACTTGGCTATTGGGTTAATAGCTGATAATGGACTTAAGTTCAACAAGGACGCAGCTAAATTGCTATTATTTTCTATGACTAGTCAGAAGAGAGTTGATGATATTGTGAGATGTATAAATAAGATTTATGATGAAATAATAACTAATGAGGATAACTTATCGGAAGAGGATAAAAACAATATTTATAATGGATATTATTATATTTCTATTAATCCATTAATTAAGAATAAAATAAGACATTTAGATTATTCTAAAATAAAAGGATACGGTAATAAGGGAGTAACTATGAATGATGAGTTTACATTAATATCTGGTAAGTGTTGTGAATTATCGAAACAAATGTTAGATTTAACTATTAAGATAGATAGATTGGAATGTGATAAACGACAACCATTAGAATTATTCGAATTAAAGGATCAATATAAGAAGGTTTGTGATGAATATAAAATTTGCTCTAAGAAACAAACTGATATGATATCTAGCATTTGTAGCTTTGATTAATCTATAGAATATGAATAATAGTGACTAATAGATATGAAAATATAAGGTGAAGACATTTCATGTGTACTACCACATGAAATAGAATTTATATATATATTTTGATGGTTAACATTAATGCTAATTATTGTTTTTATTATGAACTTATATAAGTCTTCCCATCGAAGAACGAGTTGTCATAAAATAACAAAATTTAAAAATAGGATATAATATCTATTATATTATATCCTATTTTTAAATTTTGTGTTATATGATAATATGTAACCCAACAATGGAAGACTTATATAAGTTCATAATAAAAACAATAATTACTATTGATATTAACTACCAAAATGCACATAAATTTTAACATATGAGATGGTATACATGAAAATAAAATGAGGAAGGAAATAAAACTTATTAAATAGTGTAATATATAAAATACTAAATTATATATTAAATTGTTACATTAATATATAATTTATATTTACAACTTATATTAATTATCAAAGGTACAGTTTATGATTTTTTATAATTGTTATATTCAGATAACTTATAATCAAACGTATAATTTGATATTAGTACTATAGATAGAAATTTATATAAATTTCTTCTTATAGGGTAGTATACATAAAGAAAGTTGTTGAGTTATGATTTAAATAATAGAATTTAAAGAGCTTAGTGTCTATATCATTATTATATTATACGATCATAAATATTTTCTATACATTATATCTAGAATATAAATTCTTCTTATGTTTAAAGTATGGAATTAAGACGAAGGTTGATGTTAAAAATGTTAGGAAACTTACAGTGCATACCTTAGATATATTAACATTTTTCTTAATTAATTTAAGACAACCATCATGATATAACATATTATTCTTTTGTAAAGAATTATGATAGGTATTATAAGTAAATAAAACGGATGAAGAACAAAAATTCACAAATAGACTAGACAAAGACATATTTATTGAATATTCATAAAGTTTATGATACCTACTATATAATCTATCTTGTTCCATTTTGCAACACTTTTAATTAATTTATATTTCAATTAAATTGATTCTTCAATTGAAATATAAATTAATCAATGAAGATGTTTTCATATTTACCTAATGAAATATTATTTAAGATTATTATACCATTACATCCAAAAGATATATTTTACTTATGTTATATCAACAAAGAATTATATAAGTTATCAAGGGATGAAGAATTCTGGAAACTAAAATTAAAATATGATATTCCTGACAAAGAATGCTTTATACCCAAGTTAGTAAAATTCTACCAAGATCGAGCATTTACTAAATTAATATATATTAATATATCTGCTGATAATGTAAGGAAAAAACGAATAACAAATAATATGCTATTAAAAGATATATTAGGATCCGTATCGAAAGTATCATATAGGATAGATTTAATAGATAAAAATGGGTTAGTCCTATTATCCGGATGTGAAAAATGTAATTTAGGTGGGAAGGAAGTATTAAGAAATAAGTTATTGGAATCTTCATTAAAATTTTGTTGGAATTCCATTCATACTATAAATTTAAAATACCATAAATTTATGCATCTAGAGTTTTTAAATGACATGAAGGTGGAATAATAAATTGAATTATTATATATTAATTTTATATATAATAAGAATGGATATATCATTAGAATTATTATATTATATTGCAAGTCATAACCCAATCTTATATTATAAATTATGGATAAGTAATAAAGATATTAGAGAGCAGTTATCAGAAACATATTGTCGAAAATTATTAATCTCTCATAATATAGGAACGAAATATAAAGATTATAAAGAATTATTATATATATTACCAATAGATAAAGTTTTAAAATTGTTGAGTCCCAATACAGAGTTACCATCCAGACAATTAGAATTAGGTAGAAAGGATGATATACTACAATCTATTATACAAAATAATGTATATAAGGAATATATAGTGGATAGATTCTTAAATGGAGAGGAAAATTGGTACAACAAGATAGACCATACAAAATTCTCTAGTGAAACTTTAGAGAAAATATTTCTTATATTACATCCTGATATACGGAGAAAATCTTTCTATAAACATATTATGGATAATACATTACATAGTAATAGTATATATTCTATATTATTTAGGATAATGGGAAATGATAAACATAGTGATGAAGATAAATTAACACCTAATATGGCATCTATATTATTATGGTGTATGTTTCTTGGTTTAAATGAAACTTTTATATCTAAGGTAGGATATGATTTAGGAATACCTGATTTGTACAACAATTATATAAATATAATGTCAACAAATAATAATATAAATTTATATGGAGGGGATAGAACTACAATATTTTGGAGATCAAATACTAATATAATTAGACATATAAAAAATTACACTAATAAGTATAAAGAATTTACTAATAAACTTCTTAATTGTGAAACTTTATTTGAAGATATCGTAACCCATTCTAACGATCCAATGCATTTAATAAACTATTTATTACCAGCAATAGCTTCTAAAAATAAAGAATGTGGTAATATTTCACATCCATGGATTCAGAAATTTATGCAAGGATATTATGAACAAAATGATGAAAGTTTAATTCCCATTAATCATATTTTTTACATAGCTGTTGGATATTCCTATTCATGTAATAGAAACAATAAATACGATATTATTGTAATTAATGGTATTATTAATATATTAAAAAATGAACCATACTTATATAAAATATTTTATATGTATTTATGTGAAGTTAAATGCATTGATATTAAAATTTTAGTTGATATAGATAGTGCTATGTGTATGACTGTATTATCAGAATTAACCAAGACTAATACATATAGATATTGTAAATTATATGATAGATTGTATAAATGTAATGGTGTGTCACATGATAAACTTCAATCTCTTTCAATAACTTTAAATAATAATTTTAAAGGAGACATTTATAAATCTATATATGCAAATTTAGCAACAGGATGTGGTGATAATTTAAACAATGTTATTCAAACATACTTACCATTAAATTTAAATTAAAATGAATTATTATATATAATATTATATATAATGAGAATGGATATATCATTGGAATTATTATATTATATAGTAAGTCATAATCCAACTTTATATTATAAATTATGGATGGCAAATAAAGAAATACGAGAGGAATTAGATACAGAATATTATCGTAAATTGTTAATTTGTCATAATATTGGAAGGAAATATAAGGAATATAAGAGAATATTAACATTTCTTCCAACAGATAGGTTATTAAAATTACTAGCCGTTAGTGTGCATTTTCCATCCAGACAATTACAATTAGGGAGAAGAGATGACATATTAAAAGATATATTAGTTCATAATACTTATAAGAAATATATACTGGATAGATATTTAAATGGAAAAGAAAATTATTATAATACTATAAGTTGTAATCATTTAAATTTATATAAATTAGAAAAAATACTTTTAATTCTATATCCAGATCCAACAAGAATAAAATTCTATGAGTATTTTAAATCTAAACAGGAAACTTTGTATGAAATAATTTACACTATGATACACAATACAAATTTTATGCATGATAATGATGAACAAACCTTATGCTTAAAGAAAATAGTTTTGCTATGTGAATCCTTGGGTGTAAGTAAAGATTTATTATTTCAAGCTGGATATGATGCGGGAATACCTGGTTTATGTGTTAAACAGGATGCTAGGATACTTTATCACAAAAACTCGGAGTCATTATTTTGGAGGTCAACAACGAATATTATAAATAAATTAACTGATCATGGTATTGATAAATTCTCATCTTTGTTTGTAGAAGATGTTTTATCTTTTCATAATATTATAAAATATTCTCAATGTCCATTTTATATTATTCATAAATTTCATAAAGTATTATTTAATATATATAGGGAAGAAAGCTCGCAATATTTATATTCTTGGATATATTCATTTTGTAGGGGATATGAAAGAAAAGATGATATTATATCTGATGAGAATATACTATATTTAGGAATTGGATATTTATATAGATGTTTTAGAAATGGTACATATAACTTACAAACTATTAAAAATTTATGTTCATCATTATCTAATTATGATATAAATCATTATAAAATATTTTATATGTATTTATTGGAATTATATTGTATATCTTCTCAAGTTTTAGTTGATTTAGATTCCAATATGTGTTGTGACATCTTAGATGAATTATTATCATTAAATATTATGAGATATTGTAGATTATATAAAAATTTAAAAGAATATAATGATATAAATGTAAAAATATGTAATAATGGTGGAACTTCACGTAAACATATTATATTTAGTTTAGCAACAGAATCTTATAGTTTTCTATCTAAGTCTTTACTTTCACTTCCGGAATTAAATGATGATTGATTTATTCCATATTTATTAATAAATATAATATGTATAAATTCATTGATGCTGATTTTTGAATACTACACATATTTAATGGTCTTAAATACCTATGGATATATATTAAATTGTATAGTTATATGATGGAGGGGAATGTTATTTCATATGGTAAATTTATTGCTGACATTATATTTTGATAATAAATGATATAAATGATTTTATATTATTATAATTCTATAATTATAGAATGGAAATATTAAATGATGATTGTATCTACAATATATTAACTTACATACATCCGTATTACTCTATCTCATTATCTAGAACATGTAAATTATTACATAATATAATTAACAGTGAACTATATCATAACTATTTAATAAATGTATATATGAATAATCCACGATTGATAGGATTACATCGTACTCAACTAATGTTAATAATCTTATATACAAATCCAATTAAAGAATCTATGAAATATTATATCAATAGATTAGATGATCTACTTCATATGTCGTTGAAGTCAAAATCTAACTTTGAGGATATATTAGGTATAATAAATTGTCATCAAAAAATGTTAGAACATAAGAAAAAGAAGAGAAGAGATAGTATCATAAATTTTGCTTATCAATTAGTGGGAAAGAAACGAGAGACACCATTAGACGATAGTATAGTATCCTATATCATAAGATATAATAGAAATGATTTATGTTATCAATATTTAGGTATTAGTTGTCGAGAAGCACTTATAAAATTATTAAAATCTGGAAGTGGACTGACAAATTATATGGGATGTTTAGAATTTGGTATTAATTTAATTAGTATTATATGTTATGTTGAAGAGTCAGATATTATAAATTATGTTATATGGAGTAGGGATATTATATCATTATATAAATATAATCCAGAAATATTAGAATTATCATGTCTGGAAGAGATGAAATTAGGATTTAATTTTGGATTTAATGATGAGGATGTAATAGATAAAGATTATAAATATCCTTCTCTTTTATTAGCTGGGTATCTTATAGGATCATCCATGAACAACAATATATGTACAAAAGTTAAATTGATGAATATAAATAAGATAAGAATGATGGGCACAGATGTGGATGTAAGTACACAGGATACTGCAGTACGTAGAAGTAGGAGAAATAGTAAAATATATAATGTATTATCAGAAGAAGAAATTATTTTATATAGAGAGATTTGTGGCAAGGAAAAGGATGTTCTTGGGGTAAAAGAATATTATAATAGTATCTTTACTTTATTCTTATCTTCTAGATCGCAATATGATAAGATGTGTAGGATAATGTATAAAGAATACGTAAATGAAAAAGATTGGAAACTACAGGCATCACATTTCACGACAGCATGGGTTGGGATTGAAGATATATTAGTTGCTATAAGAAATATTCCTGATTGTACATTATATTGCATTCAAAGTTTTATAGAACGGACTGCATCGGAGAGGATTGTTGAATATATTAAAAAACATAATAATTTATGAGATAATTATATAATTTATAAGATAATTATATAATCTATAACTTTATCATAATCTATAACTTTATTATAATTTATAAGATAATTATATAATCTATAACTTTATCATAATCTATAACTTTATCATAATCTATAACTTTATTATAATCTATAACTTTATCATAATCTATAACTTTATTATAATCTATAACTTTATTATAATCTATAACTTTATTATAATTTTATAACTTTATAAATTATAAATATATAATACTAACATTAAGTACTAAATATTATATAAATTTAACTCTATGTGGTAGTGTACACATGCATTAAAATTTATAAATTATAAAAGAAGAATTTTAATATGTATTAACTTATGTATTTTAATATATGTTCCGTTAAAGATATATAATTTAAAATTATATATTCCACAAATATACAACTATCAAAATTAAAATTGTATCCCTTTATAAGAACATACAGTTTAATATAAAATTATATTTTTACACAATCTTAAATTTAAATATATCAATAGGAATTTGTGTTCTTTATTAATCAAATAGGTAATATTCCATGAAGACAATTCACAAAAATGATTCCATATTATTAAAATTTTATTATAATAGAACTCTAATGGAGATATTAAATAACGATTGTATATATACTATATTAACTCATTTGCATCCATATTATTCCATATCATTATCTAAAACATGTAGGATATTATATAATCTGATTAATAGTAAACAATATCACAATTATTTAGTTAATGTTTATATGAATAATCCTCCTCTCATTAAATTGCATCGTACACAATTAATGTTGGTAATATTATATACAAATCCTATCAAGGAATCAGTAAAATATTACTTTGAAAAATTAGATGATTTACTCCGTATGTCATTAGAGTCAAAATCTAGTTTTGAAGATATATCATGTATAATAAATTGTAATCAAAAAGTATCAGAATGGAACAAAAAGAGCAAAAAAGATAGTATTATAAATTTTGCTTATCAATTAGTGGGAAAACAAACAGAACCAACATTGGATCCCAAGATAGTAAAATATATTATAAAATATAATAGAAATGATTTATGTTATCAATATTTAGGTATTAGTTGTCGAGAGGCTCTTATAAAATTGTTGAAATCTGGAAAGAAACTCACCGATTATATGGGATGTTTAGAATTGGGGATTAAGTTACTTAGTATCATAAGTTATTGTAATGATGATGATATTAGGAGTTATGTTATCAATAGCAGAGATATTATTTCCCTATATAAATCTAATCCAGAAATATTAGAGATAGCATGTTTACAAGAAATGAAATTAGGATATAATTTAGGATTAAGTAATAATGATATATTATATAATATAGGCAATAATTACAAATATCCTTCTCTCCTATTGTTTGGATATTTAATAGGATCATCAATTGGTAATAACATAAATATAGAAGTTAAATTAAGAAATATTAATAAAATAAGAATGATGGATATTGATGAGGATATACGTAATATTGGACCTATGTTGGGAGATCATATTATATTAAGATCCAGAAGAGATAGTAAAATATATAGTATATTATCAGAGGAAGAACTTGTCTTATATAGAACAATTTGCAAAAATGATAAGATTGTCCTTGGAATAAAAGAATATTATAATAACATCTTTGATTTATTTTTATCTTCTAGATGTCAATATGATAAGGTGTGTAGAGTAATGTACAAGGAATATGCACAGCAAAAAGGTTGGATGAACAACGTATCATATTTTTTATATGCAAATGATAAAATAGAACGTTTATTGGTTACCATAAGGAATATTCCAGGTTGTACATTATATTGCATTCAAGGGTTTATAGAGAAAAATGCATCTAACAAGTTGATAATGTATTTAAATAAACGTAGCGAGGACAATTAAATATAGTTATATAATTAAATTATTATATATCAAATATATATTACTTATTTTTTACGAAATTTAATGTATAGATAAATTTAGATATGTTAGTTAATAAATTTAAATTTATATTTTACATAGTTGCATGATATTATATTTAATGATAATTCAATTAACAAAGAAGAAAATGGTATTGATAGTATGTGGTAAATATTATATGAAAATGATATCATGTGTACTATCCCATGAAAAAGACAATCATAACTATAAAATATGCATTTATTATGAGAAGATAAATGGTACTAAATATACTATATTATAACTTCCCATAAACAATCATAAATACTTATTTCTTATTATAATTTGATGGGATAGTACACATGACATCATTTTTATATAATATTTACCAGATACTATCAATACCATTTTCTTGTTTGTTAATCTATAAGACGGTTATATAATCTATAATCTATAATCTACAATATATAATCTATAATCTACAATCTATAATATAAAGTATAATCCATAATCTATAAAGTATAATATAGAGTATAATCCATAATCTATAAAGTATAATCTATAATGTATAATGTATAATGTATAATGTATAATCTATAATGTATAATGTATAATGTATATAATTATATAATTATATAATATATAACTTTTATCTATATGAAGCTAATACGATTACTATCTTATAATTATAAAGCAAGACAATTATAAAATGATTATTAATTATTTATAAAGATGTGAATGAAGACACAATGTATAATAGCTTAGAAATATTACCTAATGAATGTATTTATAATATTATATATAAATTACATCCGTATTATACTATATCATTATCTCAAACATGTAAACGACTACATCCTATAGTCAATGATACACATTACAAAAATTACATAACCAATGTATATATGAATAATAAAAAATTACAAGATTTATCCTATCATAACCTCATGTTACTAATTTTATATATTAACCCTATAAAAGAATCTATAAGATTTTATGATAAAAATATTAAGGATTTATTTTATAGGGCATTAGACTCCAAATCTCCAACAGAAGATTTAATATCTATAATTGATAATTATCAAGAAAAATTATTATATGAAGGAAAGATTAACTCATTTATTACCTCCGCTTGTCACATCGTTGGTAAAACCAGATCATTAAATTATAATATCACCAAAAATATAATAAAATATAATAGGAATGATATATCAAATCATTATTGGAACATAAATTGCGAAGAAAAAATAATACAAATGTTGAAATCTGGAACTTCTATCTGTGAATACATGGGATATTTGGAACGAGGAGGAAGATTGCAACCTTTATTACCATATATTGCTAACCAAGATAAGGATGTAGGTAAGTATGTTATGGAAACTTTCGATATTAAATCTTTATATTATTATAACCCAGAAATACTTGACATTCCGTGTTTAGATGAAATGAAAATGGGATATGAATGGGGAATGAACAAAGATACTAGGTTAGAAGATGTCAATAAAATTAAGAGTTTATCTTTGGCTCTTGCTGGATATTTATTAGGAAGTTTAAATAACAAAAGTATTGAAAGGAAAGATAAACTATGGAATATAAATATGCTAAGTGGGAGAAAAGATGATCCAGATGTCATCAATATGAGAATGGGCTTTCATGTGAAAATTAATTGGGTTTCCATACAAAAAGATAGAAGAGGAAGTAAAATATATAGTATATTAGATGAAGATGAAATTTTAGAATATAGGAATAAATATATAGAAAGTTGGGACAATCTTGGAATATCATCGTCTTACTCACACGATATTTTTGGATTTAATATGACATATGAAAACTATGATAAATTATGTAAAGTTATGTATAAAGAGAATAAAGATAAGAACAAGATAGAAAAAGAATTAAAACATAGCAGAATTAATGAAGATGGTTGTTATGGAGGTAGAAAAAATAGAATGGATATTAAACTTATTATTGTTAAGAATATTACTGAGGTTAACCTAAATTGTATAATTGATAGTATAAAGTATTTAACCAATTAATAAATTTATAATATAAAATAATTTTATATTATATTGTAAACAAATGGAAGGTAATAATTATAATGTTGGATATGAAGTTATCTACAACTACTTATATCCTCTATCATATTCTAATATTATAAATTATTGTAGAACTAACACATACAATGTAAATATATGCGACGATGATTATTTCTGGATGACAAAGTTCAATCTTGATTATCCAGAAGAAGAAGGTATCATACCATTTGACCTACCTCCTAAAGAATTCTTTAGAGAAATAGAAAAGAATAATATAAAATCAATACCTATATATAAACGTATTAATGGTAACAAAGTTGCATTGACGGAAATATGGATAAGTAAAGAAGAAAATATATATGATATTGTCAGTTCGATATTAGAATATGATGTTCCGAAAAATAATAACATAATGATAGATTATATATATTCAATAGATGATAATTCACAATATTTGAGGTATATGAATCAACTAATACAAAGTGAAAGACATTATTTATCTCAATGGTCAATACAATTTATCGATGACAAAGGGGACATTTTACTAGAGTTTGATGATCTTAATAAAAAGAATGCTATTAGTAATATATCCACCATTTGGAATGAACTAAATAATATTTATATAGGTAGAAAGAACTTAAGATTAGGAGAAATGGATAGGGATGCTATGTCATATTTATATCGTGTGCCTACTTATTATGATTAAATGATTTTATATTTATGTAAATATAAAATTATAACATAATGGAGTTCATACTTCCAGAATTATTAAAATATATTGGAGAACTATTATTACAGGATATATATGAAATAGAAGATCCTAATCCAATAAGTAGAAATGATTATTGGATAAAAATACCATCTCTCCCATATTTAATATTAGATAATATGCGAGGTGTTTGTAAGCATTGGAATAAATATTTGTCTCCTGTAAATTATGAGATAATAGGAGGAGATAAATGTACAATTAAAATAACATATGAAGATAAGAAATGTGTATTATTTAAAACACAAATAGATGCTTTAGTTTTAAAATGTCCTAAGTTTACTGAGTATTTTATTTATAATCATAAGATTAAATTATATAAAAATTATGAAATATTAAGTTATTTGTTTAGAGTTGGAGGAAGACAAACTATGGATATATTAATATATAGTTCTAAGTATTTATGTATTCGATTAAAACACAAACTATTAATTGGCTTATCATATAAGGATATAGATATCTTTAAGGATGCATTTGTGGAATTAGCTGATGACAGTTATGAATTATATAAAGAGTTATATAAACGATTTAATAGAAAGTTGATTGATAATAGCAAATCATATTATATATTAGAAGAAGACGAAAGATTTGGTATAATTGGAAATTGTCGTAAGTATATAAAATCAGAAGAATATTTACAGGAAAAAATGATAAAATTAATCAAAGACTTTAACTCCATATATAGAAATAAATTTGGAGATACGATAACCAACAATCACATAAATCAATTATATAAGTAACTATATTTTATTCCTATATTTATAGGAATAATGAATATTAGAATTATATTAGTTTAATTGTTTTCTGTATTTAACATAATATAAGGTTCCCACAGGTAACTTTATCTTATTCCTATATTTATAGGAATAATGAATATCAGGATTATATTAGTTTAATTGTTTTCTGTATTTAACATAATATAAGGTTCCCATAACACCACCAACGAATCCATAAACATTTGATCTCCAAAGCAAACTCCATCCATCTCTAAAAACAGATCCTAATACTTCAGCAGCAATAGCAGCACCAGTTTCTAATACTGCACCAGCCATATTATTGGACGTGGGTTTATATGGTTTCCCCTTACTAGGGCGAGTCCATCGATATAGAACTCTGCCCATACCAACAAGAGTTCCAGTGATAACTCCCATACCGATTCCAGCAAAAGTATATTTAACGAATGACATTATGTTCTGTAGATTAATCTATCTAATAATAAAAATTATAATATAAATCAATTTTATTAATAAATGATTTGGTAAATTAATTGTAATAGGATAAAATACAATGGACTATGTAATATTATCATATAATGGTAATAAATTATTAACTATATCCCCCAGACGATATAATATTCTTAAATCCCGATTTCCAATGATTGAAAAGATGACAAATATAAATGAGATAACCTTACCTAAATTTGCAAAAAATAATATTATGGATATGACGGAAGCTGTCATCTCCGTTATATGGAAGATAGAATATACACTACATACTTTAGAGCTTGTACATTTACTGGGTGGAAGTTTGAATTGTTATATTAAAAGACGTATATTGATGGATTATGTAAATGTATTACATTCTTATGCAAGAAGTGAAGATATTAATATAAATATAATGGAAGAAGTTCCTATATTTGATATAATGGAGGAGATAATGAATAGTAAACATTTAGATTGGAAATTGTTGTTATACAGTCAAATATTAGTGTTGGGAAGTGATATATTATATGATATACCACAAGGATTATGTACAGAATATATAACCAAAAAAGGAAATAATGTAATAATATTTGATACGGGTATAATATATGATGGAATTAAGGTTAATATGGGAGATGAAATTGAGATAAAAGGTATTAGGAATGGAAATTTGTATATATCAACAGTTGGTACCAATCCTAAATATAAATATATATCATTAGATAAATTGGATGGAGCTATTTCTAAAAATATGTATACGTTACTAAAGAATTTTCCATATGAAATTACTGGAGTTGGAGGTAATAATATTATATTTGAAGTTGATGGAAGTTTCATATATTGGTAATCACATAGTCCATCATAATATATTATAGTTACAACCAACGTTAATAAATAAAAAAATGGTAATGATACTAAGCATATATATAAAGACATAATTATTCATTTATGCATCGTATACATTTGTTAATTCAAATATAATTTCGTTATTTTTATTCCCATTCTCTCTTATAATTAAATTTCAAAACAAATGAAATCGTTTAAAGAAATTTCTTGTAAATAAAAAATATAGGGATTTTGTTTTTCTTTGTATAAATACCAAATACTAAATAATTATAATAGTTGATATTTAATGCTCATATAATTAATTATAATAAAATATAAAATATAGTTGTATATCATATTGGGATAATTATGTATTATATATCACTATATTTTACTATTGTATATCTTGGTATAGTATTTTTATCACTTCGACCTCTATCTTACTTCGTTATCTCGCCCTCTTGCAGAGCCAAGAGGAAGATGAGAGAGGAAGATGAGAGAGGAAGAGAAATATTTTTATAACTTTGGCAACTTCGACCTCCTCAAAAAAATTTTTTTTCAACTTGTCCCCTTCAAAAATTTTATAATGTCGTCTTCGAAAAATATTTTTACAACTTCATCATCTCGAAAAAAATTTTTTATAACTTCATCCTCTTCAAAAAATTTTTTATAATGTCCCTTCAAAATATTTTTGTAACTTCGTCATCTTCAAAAAATATTTTTACAACTTCATCATCAAAAAATATTTTTAACTTCGATCTCTTCAAAAAAAATTTTTTACAACTTCATCATCTCGAAAAAAAATTTTTTACAACTCGACCTCTTTAAAAAAATTTTTTATAACTTGTCCTCTTCAAAAAAATTTTTACAACTTCATCATCTTCAAAAAATTTTTTATAATGTCCCCTTCAAAATATTTTTACAACTTCGACATCTTCAAAAAAATTTTTCACAACTTCGTCCTCTTCAAAAAATTTTTATAATTTCATCATCTCAATATATTAATTTTATATTAATATATGTCTTTTAATGTCAAATTTGATTGTATTCTCTCTTATTGTGAATGTCCTGGTTCAGTTTATATTCATATAATATATAATTGTATTATATATTGTAATTATATAATATAATTATATAATCTATAATCTATAAGATAATTATATAATCTATAATCTATAAGATAATTATATAATCTATAATTTATATAACTATAAAGATAATTATATAATCTATAATCTATAAGATAATTATATAATCTATAAACTATAAACTATAATCTATAAAAACAATTACATAACTATAAAGATAATTATATAATCTATAATCTACAATCTATAAAGATAATTATATAATCTATAAGATAATTATATAACTATAAGATAATTATATAACTATAAGATAATTATATAACTATAAGATAATTATATAATCTATAAGATAATTATATAATCTATAATCTATAATCTATAATCTATTAAGATAATCTATAATCTATAAGATAATTATATAATCTATAAGATAATTATATAATCTATAATCTATAATCTATAATCTATAATCTATAAGATAATTATATAATCATAATCTATAATCTATTAAGATAATCTATAATCTATAAGATAATTATATAATCTATAATCTATAAGATAATTATATAATCTATAATCTATAATCTATAATCTATTAACATAATTATATAACTATAAAATAATTATATAATCTATAATCTACAATCTATAAAGATAATTATATAATCTATAAGATAATTATATAATTCATAGCTTTAGTTTGACATAGCCAATCCCGATTGTGGTTTATTACTACTTCCATCATTTGCACTAGACCCCTTTGAATTTTTGGTACTTGATGCCGATTCCACATATTGTTGAATACGAAGATGCACATTGACTGTTATGGCAATTGCCACAATAGATAACAATAAAGGCTGAATGAAATAAAATAATATCTCTCTATCAGGATATCCAGCTAAATCCGCCCATGTAATTAAACTAATCAATGCATATAAAATTATGGAAACCCCAATCACAAGATTAATCGTCGTAGTTATAATTAATATTCTATCATCCTTACTTTGATTAGATTGTAATGCCAAACTCCTCTTTCTCGCATAATACACTTTACCAAATGCCACAACGAAGATAATACCCAATGCTAAGTAAATACCAGCACTTACCGTCGACCATACTATAGCCACACTTATAATATCCGCATAAGATGTCAATGTAATATATAATGCCTGACTATTAATCCAATCATTCGCTACCAATATTACACTAATTACTATATAAGGCCAAAGATATCGTTTCATTATAAGAGTAACTTTAATATTACTTCTATCGACAGTATTCAACATTAATAATGTCATAAACCAAGAAGCACTAAAGACAAATCCAATACCAGCATAACTAAAAAAGATAGCAGCTTTAAAATCCATAATTTGTTTCCATCCTTGGAAATCAACAAATCCTATTAATCTAAATATATTTCCGATGATTAACAATGCACATAATATATACGGAACCTTGGGATGTGGTATATCCTTCTTTACTAATCTATATATATTAATAATAGACCAAACGATGACTAAGATGCATGTTGGACCTAAAATAAATTGTTGTGAGTACATACCCGGACTATATGCATGATCCTTCCATACGTTACCTTCCTCTGCATCCATTATAACATATATAAATTGGGTAAACTGGCTGGCGACAGTTATATTAACAAAGTAATTTGCTAACTCTGCACCATCAGAAGGTCTTAATTCCGTTACTGGATATAACTCTTTCTCATCAGTAAATGGTTCCCCGTTCCTAAAGAATCTAATAGCATTGCCAGGATAAACTGTATTAACACCTAATATTAAGACTGCTTTTGCACCACACTCTTTTAGATATAAAATTTTATCATCCATATATGGTTCAACTATAGCAAATGCTATTAGTCCTTTATATGCCTCACATGGAATTTGTGCATCCACTAGCATGATTACTCCATCCACAGGCTCAAATTTTTGCCAATATTGACCTGTTGGTGTAATTTGTGCTGACATATAAGTTAATCCCAATGCGGGAATTTGAACCTTACAATATGATGTATATATTAGGAATAGTAATATGATCCATCTATGCATCCCCTTTTTATTATATTTTTCTTTTAATACTTTATCGGTTTTATTATCAATTAGATCAATCATAAATATTATATTTATTACATTCATATTATAATTAAACTAATATTATCATCCTATCATATAAATTTTAATAAACTAATTTTATACTAAATAATCTGTCAATATAATGTATTATAATATATATTAAAAATAAATTAAATTTATTTTTTATTAAATCACTATGCCTTATACTATATGTAAATTATGATTAAAATTACATAATTTTTATATCGTTAATATTATCTAAGTTAATTGTATTATCTTTTAGTAGAAATAGGATAAATATTTATAATTAAATGAGAGGATGAAAAAATGAATTATTTTAATAAAGGATTAATTTAATAAATTATGGAGGTTGGGTTATTAAGATCAATGGCATCATGCCTGTATGGTGGTAAAACTTGGAACTTCGAATTAAATATTTCATTAAGAGAAAAATTAGTTGGATATATAGAAAAGAATGAAGAAGAAGTTAGAAAAATATTACAGGAGGAGGGTGCAACCTTTGCTACATGTATTTCTTACTCGGCATTGAATGAATTTAAATGTTTAGTTAGTGGAAATCCATACATTTATTATAACTATAATGAAGTAGATCCAAATGATTCCAATATTAAGATATCATTTTATCCTAAAGTTCTTAAAGATGACATTTATAAAGGTAAAATTTGGATTAAAGGAGAATATAAGAATATTACATTTGACAGGATGACATATAATGTTAAAGTAGAGTGTGATCCTGGTGTTCAAACTAATGCTAGATTAAATCCTGATAACACATGCTGTGGTGGATATGTTGAGTTAACATATTATTTATAAAATTTATAGTTTTATATTATATTGAATAATATAATGTGATAAAGATTTTTTATGGATAGTGATAAAATGTTTAAAAGTTTTATAAGATTATATAGTAGTATTCCTAAAAAGATTATAGAATATAATAATCAATCAAGCAAATTAATAATTACTAAACCAGAAAATATAAAGAAAGAAGATGTAATGAAAGAAATGTTGAAGGTATATGAAAAGGATGGAAAGAGGGTAGTATTTATTGGAAAAGAATATAAACTTATATATGATCCCATCGTTGGTTTCCAATGGTTATAGTTTCGTTATAATAGAAATTCTTAATCAATATGGTATTACTACTTCGCATATATTTTGTTATAAAATTAATTTCATGTGTACTACCACATCAACTCATTATATAATAAATTATATGTAAGTTAATATATTTTATATATACCAATAGAACGCCGGATAAAGAAAGAATAATTTATATATTGATTATCTATATATAAATATATTAATTCATATATAATTTGTTATGCAATGAGATGATGTGGTAGTATACATGAAATTAATTTGATAATAAAAGCCACATGGAAGATTAATATCGTTTATGTCTTCTGATTTATACTTATGACATTTGTTTCTATATTATTATATGGATTATGAAGATGGAAGATGGAAGTAATTTATAATATTTTGGATAATTGATTTTAAATTATAATAATATCTAATATGTAGAGGATATTAGAGATGTTAAAGAATATTATGTTGAAATCATTGGCTTCCAGAGCAAAACATTTAACCAATGTTTGCACTGCATTTGACCTATCCAAAAATTATAAAAATAGATTGTTGAACATTAGTGTTAGATGGCATCCAAGTTATGAACCTGATGGCTATGTACTACAAGATCTATCAGAAAAAAGAGATAAGGATAATGCAGATTATATTAATATGAAATGGATAATGACTAAGTTTCCAGTTAATAGGGTAAAAATTGGAACTGCTCCCCATACTTTCTATAACTATATTTTAGATCATAAATATAGAAAGGAATTACAAAGACCAAAAGTTAAGGAAGATGATATTTATGATAATGGACAAAATGATGATGATGCCGAAGACATCAGAAAAACGATGATGCATATCATGCCGGAAGTCAGTAAATTATATAAAGATTGTGTTCTATTTGAAGGTGATAATTTTGCTATTAGATATTGTCCTAAAACAAATAAATATGAATTTAAGGAACTACATGGAAATCTAAGCTATGTATGGGAATAAGTTATATAACTTAATTTTATTATATGTATATAATATACATATAAATAATTTTAGTGTTTGATATTTAATGCGTTAAATATTTTAGGAAGAATTTTAAATATCGTATCTCTAGGAATTTTAGTATATAATGCTGTATTAATAAATGATTGTAAAATATTGTATTCATTTAATATATTAATATACATATCAATAATTTCTTCATTATCAAGTTTTAGTATAAATTCATAATGTGGTTGTATATATATTCCGTTTAATACGTATGTATTTTCTATTAAAATTATAGTTTTTACATACATAGAAATTAGTCTCTTTAATTCGTCTAATTTCATATCATGCCGAAAAATATACCCCATTATACTTCTAAACATTTTATTCATTTTACCCTCTATTCTCTTTATTGTTTCTTCTTTTAATGTTGGATATGTATATTTGTCCGCTTCTAGCAAACGTTCTATTAATATAGGAACAATCCAAACTCGTGTTAATATTTTATATATTCCATGATATTTATGATGATCTTTATTATCATTATATGTAAAGGCATAGTGAATACATTCATCCACTAACAATAAGTCCCTTGCTTTAGAAATAACCATTGATGGATATGGAAAAGATAATATAAAATCTATAGGCTCAATATATAATTTTATATCTTTTTTAATATTGTTAGCATTTATGGAGAATTCCGTGGATATAGAATCTGGATAATCAAAATGTTCAACAATCTCTCCGTCATTATCCTCCAAAATATTGTTTCTAGTTAATTTATATGTAGAGTATGTTAAATATTCTACTATAACATCTTCTAACCTAATATTAACCTTATCAATAATATCCTTATTAAATCTCCCATATTTGCAAAGTATACCAATATATTCTTTGATGTTAGATTTATCACTTATGCATAATATAATATCATCATCACTGCAATTGCGAGATAACATTTCCTCAAATTTAGTAATTTTTGATAGGTTATGTTCCATATATTTACAAAATTTTATGTATGAAATTTTATTAGAAGTGCACCACGTATGGTGTCCGCCAAACGTTTTAAGGCAGTTATATTTTAATATTTCCTTATTTTTACTCCGAATTATACTATTGAAATGTTTACATGTTAATATACATGATGTAAGATTATATGATGGTAGAAAGGAAAATATTTCCACTAATATATCATTGGGCAAATTCATTATTTCTATAATAAATTGATTTTAATTTATTATAATATCAAATTTAATATCAATTCATTATAGAGAAGATGGATTATATACAATTATTACCTAATGAAATATTGGAGTGCATTATATTGCATATGAATAAAAAGGAAGTAAACAATATATATTCAACCTCGTCTGTAATATATAATATATTATATAATAACAATAGATGGTGGAAAAGAAAATGTTTATTAGATTATGGAGATAGGGTTAATGAATATGAAGGTGTAGATTATAAATATTTATATTTTAATTGGAACAATGTAACTATTATTAAAACCAAAAAAGATTATGATGATATGTCAGAATTAGATAATTTGTTAGGTAAGCACATAATATTAGATGGTATTTGTGCAAGGGATATATCCTGTGGAAATAATCATATTCTTATAATAGGAATTAATGGATATGTTTATGGTTATGGCAGTAATAGTGTGGGTCAGTTAGGATTGGGTGATATTGAATATGTAAGTACATCAACTATTCTGTTAGATAATGAAGGTAAAAGAATAAAAGCTAAGAAGGTTTCATGTGGTGGTAGTTATTCCTTTATTATTGATATAAACGATAATTTATACGCCACAGGTGATAATTTCGATGGACAACTGGGGATCAATGAAGAAAATAAATATATATGGAAAAAATATAATAGCAAAGTATTGGATATTGCATGTGGAAACTCCCATTCTCTGCGTATAACTATGAAAGGAAATGTAGAAGCTACAGGAAATAATTATGATTGTGCTCTAGGTATTGGTAATGAAAATGCGAGAGAAGTATTTGGATGGGTTGATAGGAATTTTACAGATGATATAAGTAAGGCTAAGAAGGTATATGGTGGTGTCGCGTCATCAGCGTTTATTGACATAGATGATAAGTTATATGTTTTTGGAAGTAATAGAGATGGGATGTTAGGATTTAATGATAGTAAAATGGAAGATATTATCATACGATATCCCACATACTTAAGTATTCCGAATGTTAATAAAGTTAAGAAGGTTAGTATTAGCAATGATCATATGGTAGTATTAGATATGGAAGGTAATATGTATGGAGCTGGAAATAATGAGTATGGAAAAGTATTACCAAATGGTGAAAAATATAAATATACCTCATTAACTTTAATTGAGAATGGAGTTAAGGATATTGCTGCTGGATTTGAATATACATTATATATAGGTAAAAATAATATAGTATTTATTAATACTGCATATGGTAAACATATAATCTATGACCTTAATGAAGAGAAGATAATGGGGAGAAAAATAAGTTGTGGGGCATATTCTAGTTTAATCTCTATTATAGTTTATCCTAAATAGATAAATAAGTATATATAATATATTATAAATTAATATATTATACAATCTAATTAACTTCTAACTTCATAGAATGAATGTGGTTTAAGATAAGATTTATATATTTGCTATCTTGTATTGATAATGCTAGAGATAAGTTATTTATTATATTATAATCTTCAATAGAAATTTTCTCTATAAATTGTCTGCTTATTACTTCTGGTATCTTTGATGATACAAACCAAGCAATATCTGGTTGAGTATTATTTATTAGTCTACTTGTTAAAGTATAATCTTCAATAGAAATTTTCTCTATAAATTGTTTACTTATTGCTTCTGGTATCTTTGATGATACGAACCAAGCAATATCCGGTTGAGTATTATTTATTAGTCTACTTGCCAAAGTATAATATGTTTTTATCATTTCATAATCCATGGTTCTTAATATAAAGGAGTCAAAATAATTTGTGTAGTTATAATCATATTCTGTTTTGACAATAAGCTCTTCCTTTAATGGAGCGTATAATTCCATTATTTTTGTCATAAGATTATTGTCTCTATCTTTTCTGTATATGCAACCTATCATAACTCGTTCCATGTATTGTAATGTATGTGATAGTTCATTTATTAACTTAACATCTTTTCTAGTATTATCATCGCTATCACTACCACTACCACTATCACTATCATCATAAATATCATTATTAAGCTTATCTAAATTACGTTGAAATTTTTCTTGTGCGCCTGTCATTTCTAATAATATGTCATTATAGGTTCCATAATAACCTATATTAATACCAGTAGATAATGATATTTTATCTCCAAGTATATCAGAAATAATGTTTGGATAGTCTGATTTTATAATTAATTGATATGGGTCATATCCAGTTTTTAATGATTCATTGTTTCCCTTACTTCCATAAATATGATAAGAATAATTATATTGGTCCATATTATTTACAATTATGTATTTATTATCTATATTGTAATTCCTAGAATATATTAAAAAATTAGAAAGATTTGCTGATGGATAATCACCAAAATAAGGAACCCCTGTAATTAATTTGCCATATTTCATACACAAAGAAACTAATACACTTATATATTTTCTATTATTACGAAATGACATTGTATGTTTATCCATAAATTTAAAGATATCTGCGTCAGAGTATTTTAATTTAAACATTCTCTCCAATATGCTCAATAAATTTTTAATATATGGGTCTATATCCTCATCCCACATTATATTGTAAGATAATCTATCCTCGGTTGATTTTGTATATACAAGAATATTATTATCCGGGTATAATATATTATATAATTTTATGTAATCTTCTTCTGATATAGTGTATAATATAGGAAAGTTTCCAATAGTATTATTAATTTGATAGTATCTCCATTTAGGAATATTATATGTTATATTATCAACTATAACATATATTTTGATATCCAGAAGATGTTTATATCTCTTAGATAAGAGAGATATTATGTATTATATAATATGGATTAACTTTGGATACTATTTCATAAATTACATCTTCAGGTAGGTTATTCATTTTATATTTTATAATATAATTTAATTACACATAGTATTTTTATACAATGCATCCAATAATTTATCAATTTGAGTCATATCCATATTCTTCTCAAATTGTATAATTTTATCTCCTAGACTTTGTTGTTTCGTTATGACCTTTAATTCTGGACAGGTAATGCATTCTTGTATAAATGATATTAAACTATCATTGTTACAATTATTCTTATATATTTCTTCAAGATTCGGTTTATTATTGAGACTTCCAAGACTAAGATCGAAAGGGGGTATATCGTCTAATTCAAACTCTGGTACATCATCTTTATCATATTTATGGATAATTGGATGAGATGGTATAGAATTACTAGATTGCGCTAAGGAGGATAGTATAGAGGTTCTAAATGGAGAAATACCTAATCCATAGGGATTGCCTGTAGCTTTATATGATCCTGGATGTTTAGGACTCTGGCTATAACTTATTGGTGATACAGACTTAGGTGTTTGATTATTTAATAGATTAGAAATTGGAGATATAGATTTTGGGGTTTGGCTATTTAATAGGTTAGCAATAGGAGGTGTTTGAGTATAACTTATTGGAGATATGGATTTTGGGGTTTCTCCATTGAGTAAATTAGATAGTGGAGACTTGGAGTTAGGATGGGATGCGACCGTGGGAGTATAATTATCCACTATAACCTTTTGTATATTAGTATATGATGATGGTATACGATAATTCTTAATATATTTAACTGATAATGTTAACGTACCAAAGGAACTTTTAATATCAAGAAAATTAAAACTATCTGGTGAATTATTAGCAAAAGAAGGAAGAGAATTGGATTGTTCTGGTGTCATAAATTTATATGTAAAATAATATACATCTCCATTCTTTTTGGTGTTCTTAGTTAGACTGTATGATGGTAACATTCTAACATATGCATATACAGAACGAACAAGGGATGCTAATCTTTTGTTAAGAGTTGCTACTTGTATTCTTTTATCATCTGGGGTAACAATACTATCTTGGAATGATAATTTCCATTCTTCTAATAGTGTAGGTGGTTCAGATAGATGGCGATAGTTTATATAAATTCTTATTCTTAGAGGTAAGAATATATTATTTGTCCAAGATGAGATGGCATTAGTGATTTCCACAATATCGTCTGTTTGCATATGTAGCCAATTGTTTTTAGCCGTACTTTCGGTATCTTTGGATGAAAGTTTAGGTTCCGTTATGATGTGGGAGAGTTTATTTATGCTCTCTCTGATCAAATGATAATTTTGTTCTTTAAATTTTGTAAATTCTTCCTTATCCATATTATATCTTACATATTTAAAATAATTATAATATGATTTCAATTTGTAACTTAGTAATATAATTATATTTATTTATAAATATAATTATAACCATTAATTTCTATTATATATTATATATTTATATAAAAGTTGCATTATAAAATATAATTATAGGATAAATTATAATTGTAAAGATAATTATAATCTATTAAGATAAATTATAATCTATTAGGATAAATTATAATTGTAAAGATAATTATAATCTATTAGGATAAATTATAATCTATTAGGATAAATTATAATTTATTATTTCTTGGATATACGCATTGAATATTTATAACCAGGAAAATATGTAATATAAGAATATGAAAATCTATAACGTTTACATCCTCCTTCTGCTATAATTTTTCTTGTTTTATACCCTAACGCATGCGCATACCGATAAATATATTGACGATAATAACAATTTCTACATCCTATAGTCCTCTCTAATATATTATCTGATAAGTAAAATTGTATTATGTTCATTCTATATTTACATAATTTATCATCACCATTTATTATATTTAAATGGTTATGCATATAAATTAACTTTGGATTCCTCTCTAAACACATATCAATATATTTATCCGTCACTAACTTTCCAGGATTGTAATTATATCTATAATATTCCTTCATAAGGTTATTGTATTGAATATTTAACGTTGATATCTTTAATATATCTACAATAGGAAGGTGATAGCATATTTTTTCTATTATATCTAATGTATTCATTCTCCTTTCTTTATCCTATTTTTATATTAGAGAAATTAAATTCCTCAACTCTATCCAATACAATCCTTAATATTTTTTTATTCTTAGATAGGATAGCATATGTTAAAATCCAATACATGTCATAATGATTATATAATAATCCATTATCATACATCATTAAATCATAAATATTATATTTACATGAGAGCAACAGCACTTCATTAATCCAAGGAATAACAATATGTAGTTTTTCTGGATGTATACCTATAAGGGTATTCTTATTTATTATTTTATTTAACTTTCCAATGTAAGTCATGTTTATAAATTCTGGTCCTAAATTCACCCCAATATTATCAGATTTCATTTCTATCTCCAATACATTCCTAAAATATAATTGAATGATTTCCTTATTTAAAGTATTGACTATAAATGTATTGAATGGATCAACTTTTTCATCAAACATTTTATTAGTTCCTTTTTCAAGTCTATTCTTCAACTCGATATATTTACGCATAATACTTTGCAATGTGTTAAAATTTTTATCTTTATGATATATATATTTTAATATTAATCTTCTTATTTTATGTAATATTTTATCAGCTTTATTTCTTGTCATATTATCATTGTGTTCCATCATTTCTAACCTAGCTAAACACAAATTTATCTTTTCAACATACTTAAGAATTTTGTCTGTTACATTACCATCATATTTCCAATTAATTAAAGATAATTTTTTTACCAGAATATTAGGATCATCTGAATGCATAATTAGGTCAATGGGGTTGTGAATATTATTAATAGAAAAATACGTATTTATACTTGACTCTTGTATGTAATTGTCTGGATTACTATTAATAATATAAATAAATCCATCTTGTAATATATAATCTTTGGAATACAGTAAATAACCAGCGAAGGAATTCGCAGAAGACTTATGAAATCCATATCCTATTTTACCATATTTTAATAATAAATCCATATATGATAGAATTCTCTCGGAACACTTATTTTTTATGTAATCATTGTCATGAGTTTGCAATATGCGCTCCATTATACACATATTATAATTTTTGTTGTAACCATCGGTAAGATCCAATTCCACTTCTGGATATTTCCAATTATAAAATTTACTATATTCTGTATTAGATAATATATGTGTTAATTTTGCTATTGGCTCTAACATTTTACTTTGTAGATATCTAACTTCACTGACCTTACATCCATCTATATTAATCTTATTCTCTATTATATTATAATAATATTTTGATATATACATTACATCTTTAAAGATGTAATAAGGATTAACCCATTTTAATATTTCTAATATTATATCCTTAGGTATAAATTCCATCCCTTCTTTTCATTATTATTTTATAATTATAAAATCATTTAACATATTTAATATTATAGATTGTATTATCTCATTATTGGACGATAAAGAATATGTAAATAACCAAATCATATTTGTTTTAGTGTTTGATAGCTCAGGACTAATCATATCATATAAATCATTATTGGGTATGATTTCATTTATCCATGGTAGAATAATCCAGAGAATTTCAGGAGAAGCTTTCGATATTATACTTTGAATATCTCCAACTTCCTTATGTAATTCTAGTAGTTGAGAAAAATATGTCTTTATAATATCTTTATCTAGAGTTCTCAATATAAATAAATTTTCCTCATCTGAATCATCATCAATTTCGAACAGCGTCTTTTGTATATTGTTAATAAAATCACTTAATTTAACATATCTTCTTAATATATATTTGAATAACTGATCATCTTTAATCTTTGTATACATGTATCCGACTATATAATTAAAGTAATTTAATAATTCATTTTTACACGAAATTAATATTTCGCCTTCTTCGTCTTCATCAACATCATATATTCTATTATCATCTAGTCTCCTCAATTTTTTAATATTCTTGTTTAACCTAGCTGTTATATTCTCTAATTCATTTATATTACCCTCATATCCAAATTTACGATATTTATTTAACGATATAGTTTCAGGATATCGATTTATAAGTAAGGATGGATATGGGGCATCCAAAACTATATCACCACTTCCACTTTTAATAATTCTATCACTATATTCCCCACCATACAATAAATAATTTGCGATATCTCCTTTATTAATATAAAATGATGATAACAGCGTTGATGTTGTATTAACTAAATTATCCCTATTATATTTAGATAATAGTTCTTTATTTGTCGATGTAGAGATTGGATAATCAGAAACACTTCCTTTTCTCATAATATAATCATATTTATCATTAAATTTCTTTATTTCCGTATCATCATATTGTAATTTCAACATTCTTTCCATAACATTCAATAAGTATGTTTTTGCCTTGTAATTTGGCGTTTGTAATGATATATCTTTATGTATTACTAATATTTCACTTATGGGATATAGAATATTAAATAGTTTAATATATTGTTCATCTGTGATAGTAAATAAAATTGGATACATACCTATATATTTTATAGTTTGATAGTATCTAAACTTCCTGATATTATATTCCATTCCGTTAACATTTACTTTGGTATATGAATTAACTAAATTTTGATAATTCTTAGATAAGAGAGAAATATCATGTAGTATATAATATGGATTTATATTTATTATTATCTCATATATTATGTCAGTTGGTATCTCATTCATTTAATTTATCTTTATATAATAAATTGATTTTATAATATTTTAATTTATTATAATAGAATAAGATAACAATATTATTATATATTACAATGCAGTACGAATTGTTGACATCGCAAGGTAGACATCTTCTCACTATTGATGAATCTCAATACAATAAATTACTATCAAATTTTCCTAATATTAAAACATATACTGATGCAAGTGATGTATTTGTCCCTTGCTTTGCCAATGACGATGTAAGTATTATGACTGCATCATTGGTTAAAATAATTTGGAAATTACCATTTGATTTGTATACTTTACAGTTAATAATAAAGTGGGGTGGTAACGTGAAGTGGTGTGATACCTATAATAATGGACATCAAGGATATAATTTAGTTAAAGAATATGTTAAATATGTATATGAAATGATGAATGTGTATAAGGAAGGAAATAATGTAGTTGATATGAAGATGATGAAAACTTTGGAAGGTCCAATGAATGATTATCTAAATGCCGAATATTTACCATTTAAAATTAAACTTTACATTCAACAATTATTATGGGAGGCAAAAGTGGTACAAAATCCATTAATTACAGATAACGAGAATCCGGTCAGTAAAGTATCTAATTATTTTAGGGAATTATGTGGTGTAAAGAAAGAATATACTAAAGAAGGAAGGAGTGAAAATGGGAATAAAATTGAAAGATTTCATGGATCTGATGTAGTATTCAGACCTTTAGGAGATAAGATGGGACATATTATTAGGATGAATGGAGGTGGAAATTTTGGAAGAGCAAAATTTAAAGGTATTCTATATGATAGATTATATTTTATCAATGTGGATAATAAAGAAGAATATAAATCTGTTCCTATTGGAGAGTTACATAAGGCTAAAGATATGACATTATGTGAATTATTGAAAGATTTTCTTCCGTTTAATGTGACATGTCATTATGAGAATGGAGGGTTAAGATTTAATAAAGACTTGGGAGATTCTGTCCTAGATCAATATTGGTGAATCTCACCTTCGGTTGAGTGAATGTAAATCTTGCCTTTGGTTGAGTGAATGTAAATCTCACCTTTGGTTGAGTAAATTATATATTATATTATGTTAATAATATAATACAATTGATTAAAATATTATGAGAAAAGAAAGAAGATGAAGGGAAGAATGTCTATGTATAATAAATTATCTGAGGTTGAGATTGCCGACATTAGGGAATCATATAAGATTATTAATATTAATATAATTAAATATATAGAGAATAGTAACATCGATGATATCATATCTAAGAGGGAGATGAATGTAAAATATTGGAAAGAAAAAGGAAGTGGTATTAAAGATATATATAACTTTGTAATGGAATTATGTATGGAGTTTTTAAAAGGAGAAAACTTAGATATATATACAATTATATTACAAAGAAAAGATTTTAGTAGTATAGCATATTTGGAATTAAACAAAAAATATAGGAATGATGTATCTAAATATTTTAATGTAAATGATATAGAAAATATTACTGTAGCTGTAACCCTTAATAAATTATTAAAACATAATTTATAATGCTTTATATAAGTTTGTATAAGATATAATATATTATAAGTTATATTATATCATCTATAATTTTTGTATAACAAACTCGGAATACAATTATAATTGTATCAAAGATTAAATTATAATTTACATTCATACAATTATAATTTACATTCATACAATTATAATTTATCTTCTATACAATTATAATTTATCTTCTATACAATTATAATTTATCTTCTATACAATTATAAACAATTTTCGATTTAAAGTGTGATAAATGTAAAATAGAATAAAAATATGGTATTGATACTATGTTCTTATTTTAATATATATTTTATTCTATGTGTACCACCTCATGAACTCAATTACCACAGTTTATGTAATAATTTTTGTTTTTATATCATAAGGTGGTACACATAGAATAAAATATATATTAAAATAAGAACATAGTATCAATACCATATTTTTATTCTATTTTACATTTATCACACTTATGATAGCGCACAACTAAAATAATTTATGATTGTATAAATTATAAATTATGGTTTATTATATCTTTATTCTATCTTATTATTATATTTTATTATTATTTAAGATAATATTAATAATGGAAGTTTGATAGTATATGACATTAGATTAATATTTATCTATTATTATATATATATAATAATAAAGTTAATATGATGCAATGAAGGAATCTTTCTTTGTCTTAGTAAATCCTAAAGTTTTAAGATATTGAACAACATCTTTATGACCATAAACATAAATAGAATTTATATTATTTATACTACCATTAAGTTTTTGTCGTTTTAATTTTTCTCGGTAATGTTTTAATATTTCTAAATTTCCACTATCCATTAACGATCTCAGGACATCTACCCACGTCGGGTTAAGATAAAAATCACTATCACATAACATCTGAACTACATAAGATATGACATTAATATCCTTACATTTAGATAAAGACATAATAACACTCATTTTAACATCAAAATGTTGTCTAATAATTGATGGATTAAATAGTAATTTCATTTCATGAAATGGTAAGCGAACAGAAACTATATTAAATAACTTTTCACCATTCCATAGTTTAATTATCCTATCCTTAATATTTTCCAAACTTATGTTTCTATATTTTAGATACTTATAATACATCCAAATTGATTTATATGAACTATCCCACCGACCAATGGTCTCCATTAATTTAACTTCTTCCTCATTAATTTTATTTGATTTAAATATTAATCCTTTACGGTATCCTTCTTCTATTTTATTATTATATAATTCATCTCCAATCTTCAGTTTTATATTCTTATCTCTATCTTTTATAAATGAGTTTATATTATTCCTAAAGTTTTCAATATAATCTTTGTCACATGTTTCTCCGACATAATAACATATTTTTTGTATATCAATATCACCATTGATATCTAATAATATTTCTTCTATACATTCAATAAATTCTTCATCCTTTGTATAATAACTTGAACTATATGCGACTTCAATGCATCTTTTATATTCATCATCGTCATTGGTATTTTTCAGTAATTCAAGTACTAATAATTTATGGTTGTATTTAGAGGCATACTTTATTCCAAACCAAGGATATTTATTATGCATAACATCTTTAAAGCTAATTATTTTATCTTCTTTACAACAATCTTTATATGAAGAAGGTGGAAATAATATTTTATAGTATTTATTTCTTATATCCCATAAATTTTTATTAGATAAAAGTAAATAAGAACAATATCTTTGGGATAGCATTTTACAAAGATGATATATAATGATATCCTCAGGAATACTATCCATTTATATTTTATATTTATATATTATAATTCATAATCAATTATAATATTATTTCCATCTTTGTCTTTTATATTACTGATTGTTATCTTCTTCATGTAGGAAGAAGTGGGACATGAGTTTTTAATCTATATAGATTAAAAACGTTAGACATTAGTATAATCAAAGTCTTGGAATTTATTCCCGAGACAATCCCATAAAATACATTTTTGCAATTTATTAATTTTATACAAGGATTCTTGCCATTTATTTCCATTAGAATGCCATGTATTATATTCACCTTCCAAAGCAGATTCTTCATAATGAGCTTCTTCCCATTTTATTCCGTGGGGATACCATTGTTCATATTTCCCACATAATTCATCATTTTCCTCTCGCCTTTGGCTCTGTAAAAGGATTAACATTCTGTTTTTTTATTTCCATTATTATACCATTCTTCATATTTACCTTCTATTTTATCATTTTCCTCTCGCCTTTGGCTCTGCAAAAGGATTAACATAATATTTGTATATATCCATTATCATACCATTCTTGGTATTTACCTTCTAATTTACCATCTTGATAATAACATTCAATCCATTTATTTCCAATTTCATGAAAACGTCTACATAAACCTTCTTTCCTATTAGTAAATCTATTTTTCCAATATTTAGTTATATTACCATATTTACTAACTTTATCAACATATTCCAAAAAATAATTCCTTTTTCTCTTGCAGAGGTCTCTACAAGAGACCGAGATAGCCAAAGGCGAGAGTGGAGTCCTGATATCGTTACCATATCCTCGACTTAATTTATAAAATGATTTACATAACAATGAGAATAAAATAGATGTTTCATAATCGTGATAACATATTTGATAAAATAAAATATCATCAGTTATAGTATTCATTTTAATATGTATAACTATTACATTTATTATAAATTCATTTTTACAAATTTAATAAGATAGATAATTACAATAATGTATAAGACAAAATAAATTATAATTTGATAAGATAAATTATAATTTAATAATGATAAGATAAAATAAATTATAATTTGATAAGATAAATTATAATTTGATAATGATAAGATAAATTATAATTTAATAATGATAAGATAAATTATAATTTAATAATGATAAAATAAATTATAATTGTATGTTTATGTTTTGTATAGGATATAAAATTTACATGATTAGTTAACAGTTAGAGTATTTAGTGGAGTGTCGTTGCTTGTTGGCGTAATATCTCCGGTATTTGTATTGTTGCTATTAGTGTTAGTGTTAGTTTTAATAATATCCGAAGACATTGGAGACTTAGTATAGCTTGATTTAATATGTTGAGTAATTCTTAGATGAATACTAATGGTCAATAGTAAGGCAATAAATGATAATAACATTGGCTGGACAAAATAAAACAAGAATACTCTATCTGGATATCCAGCTAATCCAAACCAAGCAATTAAACTAAGAACAAAATAGCAAATTATGAAGAAGGCAATTCCAAAGTTTATAAATACCGTAACCAACAACGATCTATCATATTTATTTCTCTTATTACCCATCTCAATACCTCTTGCTCTAGCTCGTAATACCTTAATGAAGGAAATAACAAAGATAACAGCCAAAGATAAGTCCATACCTGCACTAACAGTTGTCCAAATAATAGATGACGTAAGTAAATATGAACCTGATGTTAAATTAAAGCATGTCACCAATGAAAACACCCAATCTAGAGAAACACGAATTACCGTTATTATAATATAGGGCCACATATATCTATTGATCATTAATTTAACATTAATATTACTTCGGTCCACCATATTTAACATGAGAAGGGACATGAACCAACAGGCACTAAATATAAATCCAATACCAGCATGACTAAAGAAACTAGCTGCAACATAATCCCCAAGTTGTCTCCATCCTTGATAATCCACAAATCCTCCCGTTCTTAAATATGATCCAAATCCAACAAGAGCAGACAAGATTACAGGAACTTTAAGATGTGGCATTTCATATTCAAACATTCTAAAAATATTAATTGTGCACCAAATACCAACTGCAAGATATATGGCTCCTAATAATGTAACTTGCGATAACATACCTCCACCATATGCGCTGTCTTTCCAAATATTTCCTTCTTCTGCAGTCAATGTGACATAAATTGGCAATGTTTTATTAACACTTGATACATTTTTAAATAATTCAATAACTGTCTTTGCATTAACAGATAATAATTCTGTTACAGGATAAACCTCGTCGACAGTTGTAAAAGGCACTGCATTTCTAAAATATCTAACTGAGGTTCCAGGGTATATACTAGATGTTCCCAATATCATAATAGCAGATGATCCACATTCTTTATATTTTATAATAACTTCGTCTATATATGGCTCTATTATGATTAGAGTTGTTTTTCCATTGTAGTATGCACAAGGAACATCAGCGCTAGCAATGGCTAATGGTGCCGTTACAGGTTTAAATTTTGGCCACATACTGCCACTTGGGGTAATTTGTGCAGAAGGAAACTGCATATCATAATCAGGGATTAAAACCTTACCATAAATACAACTCGCCATCATAATTATAAAAAATAACCTATACATTTTAATGTTGGATGTATTAAGTTTTATATTCTCTTGTGCCTTCATCTAAAACAATTTTGTCTTGTCTTTTAACTATAAGTTAAAATACAATATCATATGATTATTACACAGTGGTCTGTCCTGTCTTACTATCTGTTCCTGTACTTTTAGACGAGACAGATGATTTCAATTGTTGTTGTGTTATTCTTAAATGAATAGATAACATAAGACATAAGGAAATAATAGATAATATGGTAGGTAGCGTGAAAAATACTATCAATCCTAAGTAGGGAATTGCTCCAACAACAAAGGCCACAATTGTTAAAATAAAATACAAAACTATACATACACCAATAATAAGATTGATAATAACAGTAATTTTTAACATACTATCATACTTATTTCCTCTAATGTTGCTTCGTCGTCTAACAATAGTAAATTTAGTAAAGGCTATTATAAAAACAATACCTAAAGATAAGGTAAGCCCTGTAGTTACCGCAATCCATATAAAACTAACGATAAGAATGGCACCTGGCGTAGATATCATGGTAATAGATAGAACACTTAATATCCAATCTGCCGCTATTAAAATAATGGTAATAATTATATATGGCCACAAATATCTTTTCATGATTAATTTAATCTTGATATTACTCTTATCCACGGTATTCAACATTAATAGTGCCATAAACCAACATGCACTAAATATGATACCAATACCTGCACTAGTTAAAAATATCGATGCTCTACATTCATAAAGTTGTCTCCATCCCTTAAAATCAATAAATCCTAATAATCGTAATATACTTCCAACAAATGTTAACGAACAAATTATATATGGCACCTTAGGATATTTCATGGATGTTTGATATATTCGAACCACATTTATTATACTCCATGCAGTTACTACTAAAGTAATAATACCTGGGACTATACTTGCTGCATAATATGAAGGACTGTTGAATGCTTGTTTCCAAATGTTACCATCGGTTGCATCCATAGTTACCATAAGTGTCGTGTTCTTCAGAATTTTATATAGCTTTGTACCATCGGTTGATGTGACATCAGATACTGGATAAGGATTATCCCTCGTCATAAATGGTTCCCTATTTTCCATTATACTGATGCTATCACCTGGTACAACACTAGAGAGACCATATACAACTATTCCTTTAGCACCACAATTTTTATAAAATATTATTTTATTGTCTATGTATGGTTCCGTTAATATAAATACTATTTTGTTTTCATAAATTTTACAATCTTCTCGAGGATCCACTAAAATTAACTCCCCAGATATAGGAGAAAATTGAGGCCAATCTACTCCTCTTGGAGTTAATTGTCCAGTAGATAAAGTTAAATTAACAGATGGTATATCCAGCTTACATGATATTGTTCCCAATATTGTCAAAATAATAAATAAAAATTTAAATATCATAGAAATATAGAGGTTTTTATATGAATAAAATCTTTTCTTTATGAAAGTCAAAATTGTGGGATAGCTTATTTGATATGATAATACTTTATATAATGTATATATACGTGGATAAAAATGATTTTTATTTGAAGAAAAAATTAGGATAGAGAATATATAAAATGCCATCTAAATTAGTTAATAGTAAGAGTGAAGTGAATATTAAAAAGTTATATAGGATGCATAAACCTAGGTATCTATATGGATCTGTTCATCATGCGATATATGGAGATATGGGAACTACTACATCTTCTATTTATCCAGAATCGACAGTGGCTTCGTGTGTGGGAGATACAGGACGTAAATTAATACGCAGTATTATGGCAACAAGTGGAACATCGGGTCTTTTTGGCGATACCGATTCCATAATGTTTCCATATGACATGTATGATGGGGGATTGTACAACAGGAACAATGTGAATACAACATCGAAAAATGATAAACAGAATAAGACATTCTTATCTAAAAAGAATTTATATAATAACAATAGAAATAATAATTTCACCAAGATTAAAAATAAATATACTAACGAGGTTTTACGTCATAAACATAAATAGTTCCTAACAAACATCCTATAATAAGTTATAATTTAATATAACTTATTATAATTACACCATATATTAAAGATTATATAACGATATCGTTATATATATATTACATATTATAAATAATGTATCTATTTACTAACATTCTTTTTATGTTTCTTATCTTTCTTGTCCTTCTTATCTTTCTTATTAGATCCTCTCATCTCATTCTTTAACATTTCCTCTCTTTCTTTATCTTCCATTTCCTTTTTCTGTCTATTATATTCCTCAGTTTTAGGATTGGACATAATTAAATGTTTCATAACTACTCCAACTCTAACATCCACCTTCTGCTTAAAAGTAGTATCTGTCTTCACACATTGATAATAAACATGCTGTCCGTCGACCGGTGCCAATGCTTGCATACCCATCAAATCCGAAAACCCATATCCATGATATGAAATATTAATAGAAGTGCTACTATTATCTTTATCATCTTTACCTAATGTTGTAGTTGTGCTATATTCTGATCTTCCAGTGATACCTTCCGCAAGTTCATATGGAGTTTTTCCATTCTCATTTCTTTCCCAAATACTTAATCCATACTTAGTAAGGAGTACTTTGAGCATATCAATCTTCCAATTTCTAACTGCATAACATAAAAGATTGGTATATTCAGTCTGTGTCAACTCTAACTTTGGATGATTGATAAGGAAATATAAGGCATGAGGTTTGTCATCATGATTTTTTACAATGATATTAAATCCTTCCTTAACTTCCTCATCAGTCAATGGTTCCCACATACGCTCATCTCCCAATGCACTAACAATATTACCCAAATTATTCTGGCTGCAAGCTTCCAAAAACATCTTTCCGTAATTGCTCATCTTAATAATATATTATATCTTAATCTATTTGATCGATTAATTTAATTAAATATTCAATTTTGGCCAATCCACATTTTCTTTCATAGGAAATCCTTCATATTCCATAAAGTCTTTCAATAATAAATCTTTATTTAATTCTCTAAATATAGGACAATATAATTTATGTTGTATTCTTCCCATATGATCGGTTTGTAATTCTGCACAACCACATGATTTAACAATATCATCATTATCTGATCTTACACTATTATTTATATTATAGAGGAGTATATTACTAAGTAATTGATGGTGTAACTTTTTACAGTTTTTCAGTTTGTCTTTACCAGCATATACAATATTCTTAGCATATGTACTATTATAAGAATTTATTATAAGCATAGCAATAACTATTATTATAATAAATAATAATATAATAAATAACATCATTTTATATAATCCAGCAAATAAATAATTTATAACAAATACATCTTCATCTCAAACACATTTATAAATCATAAATATATATTTATATAAGTATTATATAAATATTGTAATTTGTAATAATCTTCTTTATTACGTTCTTTCCCATATATATTATAATCCATGTATGTGCATTCATCTCATAATTGTAATTGTAATATAAATAGAAGAGCAAATGTACTATAAAGAATATCGTATATATTATCGTTATAATATGAAAGTTCATAAATAAATTATTTTACAGTAATAAATAATGATATTCATAATTTTATTTATAGCATGTATTTTGGGGATAACTGTATATATAAAGAATACTAGAAAGGTCTATAAAATATTTACTGGACCACCAAGTGATTCATATATATTAGGTAATACCAAGAAAATATTAAAAGATTTAATATATTGGCACAAGGATTGGATTGATAAATATTCTTCTAACGGGTTTGTATATTATAGATTAATATTTGGATTAAGTAGATTAATAGTATGTAATATTGAAGGGATTAAACATATCTTAGTTACAAATGTTGATAATTATCAAAAACCTAAGGCTGGTGTAGGTATATCATTAGGACAAGGATTGGTGTTTATGGAGGGTGAACTTCACAGAAGTCATAAAAAAATCATACAACCATCATTTAAACATAATGAAATAATAAATATGTATCCTAAATTTATAAAATGTACCAATAATACCATTAATAAATGGAATGATAAAATTAATGAAGGAAGTAAATTAGTGGTTGATATAAATGAGGAAATGATACGATTAACAATCGAAATTTTATGTTCGACTATATTTGGGGGTAATATGAATATACATAATAATGAAGAATTATATAATAATTTTAATATAATTATGAAATATTTTGATTTACGTCCTCAGTTATTTATTCCAGGTTATGGAAAATTGCCCACTAGTGAAAATATAGAATTTAAGAAGGCCTTATCCAATATACATACTATGTTATTTAAAATAATAGAAGATAAAAAATCTGATAAATTGGATGATGGGGATATGATCGACAGTTTATTAAAATATCAAGATGAAGACATGATAACCACAGAGCAATTAATAGGTCATATCATAACATTTTTTATAGCCGGACATGAAACAACGGCATTAGCATTAACATGGGCATTTGAATGTTTATCTCAACATGAAGATATCAAAATGTATTTATTGAAGGAAATAGAAAATATAAAGGATGATGGAGATATAACATATGAAAATGTTAAGAATATGAAATATTTAAATAATTTTATTAAGGAAGTATTGAGATTCTATAGTCCTGTTCCTGTGACACATCGACAATGTATAAAAGAGGATATTGTAAATGGAAAGATTATTCCTGAAGGAACCATAATAGACATTCCAATTGCCGCATTAAACAAATCTACTAAATATTGGGACAATCCCGATAAATTTGATCCAGAAAGATGGACCAAGATTGATGATATGAGTAATTATTTATATATGCCATTTTTAGCGGGAAGTAGATCATGTATTGGTAATAAATTTGCTATTGAAGAGATAAAGATAGTACTAATAAAATTATTGTCTAAGTTTACCCTTACTTTACCAGAAAATTATAAATATGGATATAAAGTTAGAATAACATCTAGACCGGATCCATCTATCAAAATGTTTATATCGCTAAGATAAAACTATTTATAAATGTCTATTCTAATCCTATCTATCAAAATGTTTATATCGCTAAGATAAAACTATTTATAAATATCTATTCTAATCCTATCTATCAAAAGGTTAATATCCTTAAAATAAAATTATTTATATTAAATGTAATATAAATACGTACAATATGACTAACTAACTAATATATCTATCCTCTATTACCTACTATCTACCATAAACTAACTATTTATGAATATAAATATCTATAAGGAACATACCAATATAAAAGATATTCAAATACATATAAATATCTATCTAACAGGAAGGTATGATCAATATATAAAATAAGATTTAATACCGTAACAAATATTATTGGTATAAATCCTATCTTCTTACCAAATTGACTAGCGTGTATAACCGTAAACGATAATATTGCTGGAATTCCAATACTTATGAAAGAATGAAAACTATTTATGATATTCCAGTATATATCATTTTGGTAATGAATATATTGTAGTATCATATAGTATATACCAACTATATGAATACCTAATATAAATATTAAGAAAATATTCTTTATCCATCCATATCCAATTTTAAATATATTAGGATTGTATATAATTAATAACATAGATGTTATAGTGGTAGACATATGATATAATGTATCTATTTCACTATACTTCTGCATAACATGTAGGAAAAAATGTGCTATGCATAAATATAAAGTAATATCCTTATATATTAGAACCCCGTTAGTCATATTTTGTAATCTCCATAAAATATGTTAAAACTACCAAACGTCATATATCAACATATAATATATTATTTATATTATAACACAGATAATATTATCCCTAAAAGAATTCAATATTTATTACTAATTTTAATTATATTATATTTTATAAATATAATATTATAATAATCATATAGAATTATTATAATATTATATAATACATTAATTAATTAATATATTAAATTGTAATATTGTATATATTAATGTCATTCATTATGATATACAATATATTACTTCATTTAAAGTATTACTGACTACTACAAAACTAATCTTTCATCTTTATAATTCATATTGATTATAATTATTCCTTATCTATAAATTTATATCTTGTGATTAAAATGGTATAAATTTAATTCAATGAGATAGCACACATGACATAATTTAACAACCCATAATAAATAAGTTCATTGAATTAAATTTATATATAATTAGAACCATAATTATATCGTATCATCGTAAGAAGATTAATTTTTCTATTATTCTTAATATAACCCATACTTTATATAAAAGGACATGTTATTATTTGCAAATAATAAAATGAGATTTAAAATAATATTTAAGAAGAAAGAAATATAATGTCATATAATATCCCTCCTGAAATTCTTTTAGAAATTTTGAAATATGTTCGTCCAAAACATCTAATACCATTACAAAATATTAGCAAGGATATCCTTGGATTTACAAATACAGAATTCTCTCAAATATTAGAGGATAAAATATCTAAATATGGAATTACAAAATTATCTAATAAATTAAAAAGTTTTAATGTTGATATTAATAAATTTAATGATATACTTAAGAAATATGGAGCTTATGTATCAGGTTCCTTTAATCTATCATGTATTACGGGCACTATAAGTAAAAGTAGCGATATTGATATATATTATTATACACCCACACACCAACAAGCTTGTCCCATAGAAGAAGAATTATCACAATTAACTGGATCTGGTCTATATCCAAATATGTGGATGAATTATTATTTGAATGGTCAGGGCGTAGAAAAATATGATCATAGTTGTACATCACTAAATAATATTTTTTCTGTTCATAACTTAATACTAAAGAATAATAATAGAAATTTAAAAATAGATATAATAGCTCTGGACATACCTCCCCTTCAATTTATAAATGATAACTTTGATATTGATGGTTGTCAAATTATATATGATGGAGACAAGATGTATCATCAAAAACATCCATTATTAAAATTTGCCACAGGAAATCTACATATTATAAGATTATCTAATGTATCCTCCAATTATAGTAACTTAAGATCTATACGAGATTGTGTTATGGGTATAAAGAATAACATATTTACCAACAAATTATCTCAAAAAATGTTCACATATGCTGATTATATTGATGTTCCCACAGATATACCACCTCCTGATGCATTATATACCATATATATAAACTCATTGAATTTAATGAAAAAATATAGGAAAGAAATATTAGATGGGCAGAATGGTAATGAGTTAAATGAGGAGGATATTGAAGATGTAAATGAAGTAAAAGAGAAATATAATGTTGACATGCAAATAGATACTAAGTGGTTGCGAATATATAGATTATTAATGAGATGTTTGAAATATGGTAGTAGAGGTTACAAAATAAATAATTTTAATGAATATTTCCAATAAATTATAATTTACATTTGGGAAGTTTATATGCTTTTATAATCCAAGTCAAATTAGTATGATCCTTATGCATATCATATTTAATATCAGATCGATTACCAAGTATATCTAACATGGTATTTCTATCTCTTTGTATTAATGACCATTTACTAATATACTTTAGGGTTTGTGTCGTAGGAAAGTCCTTGTCTATATTAGTGACAAATAATAATCCACCTTCTTCTAAACTATCATAACATTTCTGAACAAAATCCTTTACATATCGAGGTGATACATAGTCTAATAATCCTCCAGTCAATATAATATCATATTTCTTTTCGTCACATTTTTTCAATAAATATGTTACGGGATTTCCCACCACATAGTTAAAATTATTCTTATTAAAATATTGTTTATTAAGATCCATACAATCTTTATTTATATCTACTAACGTCACTTCCGCCGAACTTAAATCTAAATCACGTAATTCATGGCATAATCCGGATGATAAATATAATATTTTACATCCTTTCTTTCTTTTCATGGTATTGATAACTGCTAGGCGAGATTCATTCAATTTTAAAATATGTTGCTTTGTTATTCCTAAATTATGCACATATAATTTTCCTATTCTCTTCATCCTATCCTCTATTTCGTAATTTGTATCCAATAGGCATGAAATTGTAATATAGTCTCCATCATATCCTAATGGTTTGTTTCTCATTCTCCAGAATCCCTCATATTCTTCCACAAATCCTATTATCTTATTTAACAAAATCTTTTCTTTATCATTCATATTTTCATTTAAAAGTACCACTATTTGCATCATATTTCCTATTAATATATTTGTAATCTTATCATCATCTTCTCTAATTCCTTTTCTATCAGAATTAACTTCTTCTAATAATAAATAAGTTTCTTGCAATTTATCATATAATGCCATTTTCTTTTATTGTTTACATCCATTTCTTTTTCCTATGTTTTACAGTCTTTTTACATGTTCCAATATCATATTATTTACATCTTCATTATATGAGTTTATATAATGAATTGTCTCCCAATTATAAAATTCCAATCTTATATTTTAGATTTATATTTTATTCCATCTTTTACATATAAAAATTCCTTAAATCTTTATAAATTATATGATTAGAATTTATATATTATATAACATATAAATATTAATAATAGATATTATATAAATATTAGTTATCAAAATGATTGTTCATATAAAAGATATAAAATAAATATAAACATGGAACATATGAATAAGAAAATTATTATATCATATCCAGAGAGGAAATCATTTTTTGATAAATATAATGATATATTTTATTCTAATATATCTATTAGTAATATTTCTACAAGTAAACATACATATATAAATAATATTTTAATATCAAATATACAATATATTATTTCACACATTGAATTTAAAGGTATGAAATCTCCAATTATTATAGAAGATGGAGAATTTGATAGGATGGAGAATATGGTAAAATATTATTATGGTATAGATATTAAGATAAAGAACATAATGGAAGCCTATGAATTTTATGTAACTGCTGACAAATATCTTGATAATCATCTAATGGAAAAATTTAAGGAGATCATTAATAAATATATTGACTATTATCTTAGCATCGAAGGAAGTAATCATATATTAAAGACTGTGGAAGATTATCTATTGGATGATATCAGTTTAATAAATCTATCATATAAAGATTATAATGTATTAGGAATCATAAATGCCATATCTAATAAATTTATTAATTCTTACGATGATAAGAAAATAAATTATGATATATCATGTAATCTATTTAATGATATAAGTAAAATAGTACTTATAAAATATTTTAATTTTCTTCCCATAAGCTCATCAGATATATTAAAGGAGAGAATACCAGAAGATATATATAGTAAATATCTAATATTTTTGTATAAAGATAGAAATGTTATATATTATATGAATAGTAGTGGAGAACATAAAATATGTAAAAATAGACATGATGTTATTTATGGTGAAGGATTATTTTCTATCCCCAGGGAAAAGGTTATAACATATTATCATTTATTTGAGTTTATAATAAAGTTGAAAATGGTGGCTAGGAAGGGACAAGATATAAAAGTAGATGTTCAATATCTTGAATAAAATTGACATATAATTTTGAAATATGAGATTATGTGAGAACGAGTAAGAATATAAGAAAGAAGAAATGTTTAGTGTTGTTGTTGGTGGAGCATTGACTACATTTGGTATGGTTCGTGTTTTTATGAATAAGAGAAAGATTAAAGTTATTGATGAAAAGTTAGAAACTGCTTCTGATGAGGGATATGACTGGAAGACTTATAGATCTAGTGATAGCAACATCAGTAAGGATATTGTTGGAAATGTGTTGGCAGCACCTTTTCAATTATTGGGGTGGTTATTTACGCCAGCATCAGAAGCAACAAAGCTTAAGCGGGATCGAGCAGGTAGAGTAGATAGAATTTATGTTGATTTTGGATTGATTGCTATGGGTGCATTATTTTTAACTTACGGTGTATTGAACAGTTAATGCTAATAATATAATATTTTATAATATATAGAAGTTTAATACTTCTATATAAATTATCATAATCTGTTATAATCATATTATATATTATAATTACTTTCTATAACTCGCCTTATAATCCCATACAACCAAATCGAAGATGGGGCGAAGCACTTGCCATCATATGATGGCAAGCTCTACTTTATAATTCTATAATTTTATAACTCTTATAATCTTCTATAACTTTCTAATCTTGCACAACATTAAATGTATAAATATAAGAAAAAATGATATTGATACTATAGGTATAATTACATATAAAATTAATATAATGGGGTAGTATACATAAGAAAATTGTTACACCCACTCTAATAAATATAAATTTATTACTATTAAATTCTATAACTAAAATAACATTCCATTATTATATTTATTTTAATAAATATAATAATTTTCTTATGTATACTACCCCATTATATTAATTTTATATGTAATTATACCTATAGTATCAATATCATTTTTTCTTATATTTATACATTTTAATAAAATTACTTTATGACTTCACAGAATAGGATTATAAGAAATTATGAGAAATTATAATTATAAGACATTATAATTATAGAAGATTATAAAGTAGATCTTGCTATTATTAATATCAAGTGCTTCGCCCCATCGTCGATTTGGTTATAAGAAATTATAATTATGAAAGATTATAAAGTTATAGAAGATTATAAAGTTGTAAGAGATTATAAAGTTACAAGAGATTATAAAGTTACAAGAGATTATAAAGTTGTAAGAGATTATAAAGTTATAAGAGATTATAAAGTTATAGAATCATAAAGTTATAGAATCATAAAGTTATAGAATCATAAAGTTATAGAATCATAAAGTCATAAGAGATTATAATTTAACTAAAGTCTTAACATCTTCAATTTATCTATAAAACATAATAACGACAGCTTATATAATTATGAAACATGATCATGAATAATTGATTTTAAAATAATTATCAACATACAATATGACAGAAAGTATATTATAGAATGAAAATTATACCTTTTATTATTGGATTAACTGTATTTTTAGTTTTTGGAATATTGGGAGCATTTATGATAGGAATTGGAGTCTATGCCATTTGGGAACCCGCTCGCATTGATTATGATAACCACAAAGTAGGTAACTGTAATGTCACCTCTTGGGAAATTGTCGAATTAGAATATGAAGATGAAGATGGCAATGATTATATAAGTTATCTTCCCACATTTTATGTTTCTTACCATATAATTGAGAACAACCTTACAGGATATGACGTCTTGGCATATGAAAGTAATCCACCAAACTATTATGGATCTAGGTCCTCCGCTTATGATATTATAACCAAATATTCTTATATTGATAATATTCTTTGTTATATTAAATCTGATAAGTCTCCTATTTATTTTATATATGATATTGACAATATTAGAACGATGGTTAATAATCTAAATATTGCATCTTATGTAATTTTTGGTATTTCCGGATTAGGATTACTTACCATGGTCTTAAATGCTATTATAACCACTGAGTGTTGGAGTTCATGTTATTATCATAAACCCACCTGTCCTAAACCTAAACGTCCAAATTGTCCTAAACCATCATTCCATTGGTTACAGAAGTTAAAATGCAAGAAAGATAATATTAAAGTTCAAGATAAGACGATTGTTGATATTAACAAATTAACAGGTAAAGAATATGAGGACGCACTAGTTGATGGTAACATAAACAAAGTTTAAATATTATAAATTATATATTTGTAAATATATAATAATTTAACTCTATTGGTTTACTAGTACTTCCAGTATTAGAATCATTTATTACACAAGGTATACAATTTAAAAGATAACTTATATCATTATGTAATAATACAATGAATACCATCTTAATGTTATTATATTATATCTTATAACTATATAATTGTAATTTAAAAATATAATTGTGATTATAAATAAAAAGAATGTTATGTAAGAAGATTGGATGTGCAAATGCCAGTATTTGGATAATATCATTTATTGGAATTACTATATTATCATTTTGGGTTGGGTATGCTTTAAATAGTTTAATCATTTCCTCTAATCAATCTAACTATCCATCCTACAATTGCACTATATTAGATATTCCAGAATGCATATCAAATATACGTACCATTAGTTATAAAGTTATATTAGATATACCAAATTGTGGGAATACCACCATAAATTATAATAAAGAAAATAATGGCACCAACTGTTCCAATCTTAGAAATGCATTATTAGGTACCCATGTCACATATCATATCGACAACTGTCAAATAGTTTTCTCTAACTTCACCTTCAGCCTATTAGTTTTTATTATTATTATTTCATTATTTATCTCTTCCACTACAATTGCTATCATAATATTCAGACGAAGTTACAATAGAGAGAAACTATATAAACTATCCGAAGATATATCATATAATTGATTTTATTTTTCTTTATCATTGTAATATTATAAAGAGATCATGTCAAACGGATATATGAACCCAATCTTAAGTATTGCTTCATATTATGATATGTTTAGTAAAGATGATCCATGGGTCAGTGTATATGTCGGTGGTTCTGGTCCAAATAATAAACAATTGCAAGAATTATCAACCGCATTAAAGGATAAAGATTTTGTATTGGCATTTGAAAATAATATGTTATATATAGCGAAGTGTAGTAGAGTAATTGGATTAACTCCAGGTGTTGTATATAGCAAGCGAACAAATTGATTATATTTATAAGTATATAGGACAACAAATGTCATCATCAAAAGGCAAAACTATTCTTAGTTGGATAGTCTTTATTATCATCATATTTTCATCATTCGCCTTATTTGGATTATCTATTTATTGGATAGTTGATTATGAAAATGAATTAGCATTACCAACAGATAATTGTTCTATATTAGACGTTCCTGAATGTATTATTATAGATAATAATATTTTATATAAACTTATCCTTGATGTCCCTAATTGTGGAAATCAAACCATAGTAACGCAAACCCGAAGAAAGACCATAACTAATTGTCATGATTATGTTTCCACCTTACTTAATACTACCATACCGTGCGTATTAGAAAATTGTAAAATTATTGAACGAAGACATGGATCATTTTTGATTGTTCCTATTACACTTATGTTGAGTATTGCATTATCATATATTCTTATATGTAGTTGTATCAATAAGGATTGTTGTGGTAGAAGAAGACTTAAATTTGATAGATATAGAGATATAATGAGAGACTTTAATAATAAAAAAGATAATATTGAAGTATGATAAATTGATTTTATAATAAAATTTTTATTTTATTATGAAATGATGTCCAAAAGAAATGTATATGTATTGTTATTTATTGTGACTACTGCCACCGTTATTTGTTTAAGCGCTGGCATTTATATTGTCGTAGATTATGGTACTGAATGGAATTTAGATATCCAAAAATGTAAAATATTAGAGGTTCAAGAATGTATATTATGGAGAGAAAGAATTACATATAAATATGTGGTAGAGATTCCTAATTGTGGAAATATTACGTTGATATCTGAACCTGTATTAACATTTATGAAGAAAACAACATGCGCAGAATATACATCCACTCTTATTAATAGTACGGTGGATTGTGTATTGGATGGTTGTAACATTATTGATCGAACTCCAAAATCATATATAATTATTCCTATATTTATTTTTATTGCGTGTCTGATATTTATTTTCGGGATTATTGATATGATTAGTGAGTGTCGTAAATTATCCAATAAAAATGTTGAAAATATTAAGGATTTGGAGGTTAAGGAAGAGAAGATTAAGGATGACATGGAAGTAGTAGAATTGGAAATGGTGGAAGTTAAATTATAAACTTATATTTTAAACTATCAAAATATTGGAAGTTATATAACATCACAATTATGAGATCAGAATATATTTAAGGTTTATGAATTAATAGTATTAATGTATTATATAATTATCTCAATTATATAATTTATCTTTATAGAATTATAATTATAATTATCTTTACAATTATAATTTATCTTTATAGAATTATAATTGTGGTTGTCTTTACAATTATAATTTATCTTTATAGAATTATAATTATACCTTACAATTATACTTTGTCTTTATAAAATGAGTTATAGATTATAAATTATAGAATTATAATTATTTATTAATTGTATAATTTTTACTAACACTTCCAATATTAGAACCATTCATTGCTTGTAGAAAAAACTCTAATGTTTCATTCCCATTTATACTTTTATTTATACAATAATTTACATGAATTGGAGGAGAAATATCTATCATTTCTGCTTCTTTACTCCATCCATAATTCCAAAATATTAATCTACTAGGTTTTAAAATATATAAATTATAACTTCCCAACTTATTATCCTTTTCTACTACAACCTTTCTATTCTCAATCTTTACTTCTGTATTAGTTTCCCCTAGTTTATGTTTAATGTTATTAATATATAAATTTCTACCATGAGAAAATAATTTATCCATTAAGAATGCCATCTCGTAATTATAATTAGTAATAGTATAATTTAAATATCAATTTTATACTTTATAACCTTAATATAATATCTACAATACATTTCATTTCATGCCATCAATAAAAATTAATTGCTTAAAAGAAAATTTTCTTTATATAACACACAGATATAACATTGATAATATCTATATCCAGATTTTAATATATTAATGATATTAAGATTTTGTACTAAATTTGTAGTAAAATTACAACTTTATCTTAAAATATTTATAATCCCATATTCGAAAAAATATTTTTCAACTTCATCTCTTCAAAAAATATTTTTATAATCTCATCTTCAAAAAATATTTTTACAACTTGTCCTCTTTGAAAAAATTTTTTTCAACTTCACCATCTTCAAAAAAATTTTTTACAATCTCAACTTTTAAAAATATTTTTACAATCTCAACTTTTAAAAATATTTTTATAATCTCATCTTCTAAAATATTTTTACAATCTCAACTTCCAAAAAATTTTTTTACAATCTCAACTTCCAAAAAAATTTTTTGCAATCTCAACTTTCAAAAATATTTTCAACTTCATCATCTTCAAAAAATATTTTTATAAGCTTATCTTCGAAACAATCTAAATTAATCTTTTGATTATATCTATATTATTTACTATATAGATGTTTTTAATATTATATATTATATATAATATATAATATTACTTATTATAACTTATTACTTATTATATATCTATTACTTATTACTTATTATATATCTATTACTTATTATTACTTATTATATAATATAAATAAAGATTATAGATATATAAATGTAAATGTAATGTAATTTATATATTATATAACACATTAATTATCATATTTACTTAAAAATAGTATTAGAGTTATGGATAGAAATATCATTAATTTTTATTCTATAACATAATTTACAGAGTATGTTATATAATAGAAATTAATAATATTTTAATACTATTTTATTTTATATTCTATGCGATGGAGTAAACAAAGATATAAATATTTATTTCATGTATACTATCCCATAGAATAGAAATTAATAGTATTTTAATCCATAACTTTAATACTATTTTATTCTATATAATTAAATATTTTCTAATTATAAATGAATTATAATTTATAATTACAACTATATAAATTGGAGATGGAAGTATTATGTGAAGATACATTAGTATTAATATTTGAATACTTAGATGGAAGGGCATTATATAGATTAAGGAAAGTAAACAAATGGATACGATTGGTATTGGATAGTAATCCAAAATTATTTTGGTATAAACATTATGATATATATAAAATTAAACCATACATATATAATTATGATTACACTAATAAATATTATATGTATATGATATTATGTAATAAAGATACTAGAATAAATATAGAGGAGAAGATAGAACACCGATATATGATAAGCTATTGTAGTAGCTATAATCCCATATTTCCAGAAAGACTGTACAATCATAAGGAGATAGCATATACATATTCAGGTAGATACTTTGATTATTCTTATCCAACATACAACTTAGAAAAAACTATTGTATTCTTCTAAATATATATATATAGTTTAAATTATAATTTAAAAAATTACGATTTAGGATATATATGTAAATATGAAAGACGAAGATGTGATACACTTTATAATTATCCCAATTATCATATCATATGTTTTACTAAGTTTATATCAAATAATTGAACTTAGTAATAAAAATAATAACAATACAATTTAAAATTGATTTTTATTATTTTATCTTATTATCATAATAGAATAGTAGATAAGATGTATAAGGAAGATAGAGCAATGTTTTATATAATGTCTTTTATTAAGATATTTTATGTACTAAGTGTGATATTTTATGCTTATCTTGGTATATATTGGAGTTTAGTTTTCCATGGTGATGGTAAATTACAAAAATCGGAATGTGAAGTATTAAATGTAACTGAGTGTGTTATGTTATCTAATAATATAATTTATAAAGCAGTATTAGATGTTCCTAAATGCGATACATATACTAAATCATTTAAATATAATATTGTGGATGAAACTTCCTGTGTGGAATATATTCCAAAGTTAGTTGGAAGTAAAGTGGAATGTATATTAAATGGATGTAATGTTACAGAATTAACTAATAACATATTTCTTATTTTTCCAATAATGTCTACAATTTTTATTATTATACTTTTATATACGTTTTCTTATGCCTTCACAGATTGCAATTGTTCTTTTAGAAAGAAGAAATTAAAATTAATATAAGATAAGAAAATGATTTTATAATTTATAAAATCTATATAATAGATTATATATATATATGAGAATATAATGGCGAAATGCAAAGATGGTTGTGAATATTTTATATTAATATTACTTATATTGATGGTAGTTTGTTGTTTTAGTTATGGTATTTACTCGGCTGTAGGTTATGATAGGGAATGGAGTTTAGAAAGTTATGATTGTCATATATTGGAAGTTACAGAATGTGTTATGTATCCTACTAAAGTTGTTTACAAATACATATTAGGAGTTCCTAATTGTGATAATAAAACTATGATATCTCGAGATATAATTTCATATACAATGACATGTGAGGAATATATTTCAATGGTTATTAATAGTACAGTAAGTTGTGTATTAGATGAATGTAATATTATATATCCTTCATCAAAGGGGTATATCTTCCTACCTATCTTAATGTTATTTACTTCAGTTTTCATATCTTTTATTATTTTCGTTATGAGTAGGAGACCTGACACCTTATTAGGTAGATGGTGTGAAGAGAGAAGAAACAAGAATATAAAGAGGGAAGATGATAGGAAGGAGAATACAGATAAGAACAATCATAATGATAATGAGATGGTGGAATTGGAAATGGTGGAGGTTGAATTATAAAGTTTATAATATATATTATACAATTGTTATAAATTGTGTAATACATCTTTTGTAAAACTGTGGATTGATATAAATAATAAATACAATGAAAATATGACATTGATAATATGATATAATTTGTATACAAATTATATCTCATGTATTCCTACCCACAAAGGTTTTATATAAGAAATTATGTAAATTATATAATTTACATATCAGACTATCTAGGTTAAAATTATCTTCTCATATTAGATTATTCTTTTAAGGGCTTACAAATTTTCCTAAATCCCAATTCTATAATTATATAGTTATAAAAAATTTTTTATAACTATATAACATCTCATCTTCCAAATTCTGGATTTTATAAACTCTTAAAAGAATAATCTAATATGAGAAGATAATTTTTGATATAGATAGTATGATATGTAAATTATATAATTTACATAATAATTTCATGTAAATCTTTATGGGTTGGAGTACATGAGATATAATTTATATATAAATTATATCATATTATTAATATCATATTTTCATTGTATTTATTATTTATTGTTTAAAGTTTCGATACTAATTTCATTCATTGCATGTATAAATAATTCTGTTGACTTACTATCCTTTATAATAGTTTATATGAATCGAAGGAGGGACAACTAACATTTCTAGTTCTTTACTTTATCCATAATTCCAAAATAGTAACCTTCAAGTTTTAAAAATGTAAGTTATATGTTCCTAACTTCTTATCCTTTCCCACAATAATCTTTCTATAATATTTTTGTTGATATATCAACAAGTACCATAATAAATACCATCTTGAATAATATCATCAACCCATATTTTAGATGTAATGTGAAGAAAATAATTCCTTAAAAGAAATTTTTATCTAAATAAGAAGGAGGTGTAAACTTTTCTTTGTTCATTTATTATGATATGTTATATAAGTTATAATAATTAATATGTAATTTATAATATAATTTATATTTAAAATAATGATGAAGTTGAAATATTATATATTAATGGGATAAGATAGAATGGTCTTGACCCTCATAAATTATTTCTATCTATCCCTTCTGTTCCTCACATTCATTCTTGGAAGAAATAAGATGGGATAACAGTAGAATTGAAATAATTTATTAGAATGAGGAAGTTAAAAATTTGAAAACGATGAAGTTGAAAAAAATTTTTAGAAGATGATGAAGTTGAAAAAATTTTTGAAGATGATGAAGTTGAAAAAAATTTTTAGAAGATGATGAAGTCGAAAAAATTTTTTGAAGATGGCGAAGTTGTAAAAAATTTTTTTGAAGAGGTCGAAGTTGAAAAAATTATTCCATGAGTTCTACTTTGAGATCATCTAAAATGTTATCTATATCAATTATGATATAGATGTTAATACTATATGTTATTATTTCTATATATTATGAATATAACTGTCAGTCTATAGTTTATAATTATATATATATATATATAATAACTTTATTACAATATATATATAATAAGATGTAAGGATGAAATGTAGGATATAAACTAATAAATATTATTATATAACTTATGTAATTATATATATAATTAATACTATAATACCATTTATATAATATATTATAAGTTATAATATATTAGATATACTATAACTTATATTATAATTTATAATACATTACATAAAGTTACAAGTTATATGTTATTTAGTTACCATCATTATTGTGTATATTATATTATATTTGTTATAATAACAAATATAATACTTAGAATAACTATATTATGTGTTATAGTTATTAAAATTATTATGTTAAAATGATTTACTATATCTTTATTTTTTGTATCAAAAGGGATATAGAATAAAGCATATAAAGTTATTAAATCGTTTGTGAAGTGATTATGAAATATTGTTTAGCTGTGACGTCCAGTTAGATAGTAAGGAGTAATCATGAAATGAACGTCAGAATGAATAGTAAGATAGATAGAGAGCATCCCAGTATCGTGACGTCCGGTTGGAGGGGTTCTATTATCTTCTTTCTTCTGCAACATCTATTAAATATATATTCAAAATTCTTTATAATCTTATATGATTCTATATCCCTTATAGACAAACCCATATGTATATATTTTGATTAACTTCTTCCTCTTTTCCGTTGTCCCTTCGTCCCTCATAACCAACTTTATACAATATCCATCGGAAAAGGGGGAAGTGTGCCCATATTTTTTTACTAAATTCACCATAACCCATGATCGATCACCACTATCAACCAACCCAAACTATCATATTTTATAGACATCCCATGAATGTCTATGATTTTATATAAACATTATCTCACAATTTATAATATATAATTTTATTATATTCATCTTATTTATTCTAGTTATATTATAAATAAAGAGAAAAGGATAGTTAAAATATATAATAATTGATTTCAGGTATATCATACATTTTCTTCAGTGAGGTGGTATACATGAAATCAATTATTATATATTTTACCTATACAATTTTAATATCCTTTTCTCTTTCCTTTTCTTTATTATATCAATTAAATAATATTCTGTATCTCTATCATACATTTTCTTTCGTGTGGTGGTATACCTGAAATCAATTATTATATACTTTACCTATACAATTTTAATATCCTTTTCTCTTTTCATTTCTTTATTATGAGATTATATGAAGATTAGAATTAACCGAATATTCTTATATATCATAATAAAAATAAATATTATATACAATTGATTTTATAATTATATATAATATATAATGAACGATTAATAAAATGTCTCTACCTTCAGAGATACTATCTATTATAACTGGGTATAATAATCCCATTAATATATTGGGTTTATATTCTACTTCATCATCAATGAGACAAGCATGCAAATCTCAATATTTTAGAGATTATATAATACACAATTATTTATTACCAGATTTTGATTATTCTAATTTGGATACCTACATTCTACTCCATATTGCATCATTCCTATATAATCATCCATATAAACTTTATCAATACATTAATAATACAGTGGATAGATATACTATATTACCGTATACAAAAATATATAAAAGTGCAGAATACAAACAATACATAATACAGAAATATAGACATTTATATATTAACGACAGACTACACATTGATAAAATCTGTAAATATTTAGCATATATAATTCCAATAGATGATTCTCCTTACATTGGTTATAATAAATTTATGTATGTAAGCCTAGATGTAGATCAATTATCTGGTATCCTTAAACAAACATTTGAATTACAATATAATAAAGATAATATAGTAGAAATATTTAATAATTGTATAAATGTTCTAGAAAATAATGATGAACGCTTATTGGATGGTTTATATAAAAATATGTTAGATCTTATAATACGATATAATAGGGAGGATGTTAATAAATTATTACCTTCCGTTCAGCAGTATAACAAGATAGAAGAATATATGTCTGTCGATGAATTAATTAACAAGGCATCATACAAAGACGCAATATATGACTATGTTGTTCATGGTGGTAAAAACGAAAATGCCATTAATTATTGTATAGATGCATTTATAAAGGAACGATATAATTGCATATATCATTGTCAGTACCTATTAGAATTATATAAAGCGATAAAAGAATATTTACCTAAAGTAGTGGAAAGCCCTGATAATATTAAATCATATTCTAGTTTAGTAAGATATATAGCGGAAGGAAATGTTGATATAAAGAATATAATGTGGTTGAGGGAGATGGATACAATTAATGCAATAATAATTTGTAAAATAGGAAACCTAAAGTTATTAAATGACTATTATGAAATTGTTAATAGAAGACAACTTCTAATAGAATTGACTATCTCTCATATAAATGGAGTTTATTGCGCAACTAATTCCATGGTCACCTTAGCTTGGTTTATAAAGAATATACAAGAAGAAAGATTTAGTGAAATAAAGAAATCAGATAACTTTATTCAATCCATCATAGCAAAGTTAATTATATAAAATGATTTATTATTTATATATGCAAATATATAAATGGAAATTGTATGTGAAGATATATTATTATTAATATTCAAAGATTTAGATGTTTTAACATTATATAATCTAAGAATGACAAATAAATGGATAAAGTTTATAATAGATTGTAATCCAAAATTATTTTGGTATAAGCATTATGATATGGCAAAAATTAAATTATATGTTAATTATCATGACAATATAAATAAACGTCATGCTTATTTGATGTTATGTACAGAAAAATCTATAATAATACTATATAACCCTGAATGTAGATATATGATAAATTATGTTGATGATTGTGTTTTTTCATCATATCCATTATATAATAAGGATAAAACTATAGTATACTTTTAATTGATTTATAATTTATATATATAAATATATAAATGGAAATTGTATGTGAAGATATATTATTATTAATATTCAAGGATTTAGATGTTAGAACATTATATAATCTAAGAAGGACAAATAAATGGATAAAGTTTATAATAGATTGTAATCCAAAATTATTTTGGTATAAACATTATGATATGAGAAAAATTAAATATATACCATATGAAGAAACGACTTATGATTTTGAAAGATATAATATATATAAAATATTATGTTTTAATACAATAATAAAAGCAATTCCATTACATGGATGTAGATGGACGAATACAAGAATATGTACATCGATTTTAATCGCACCTGACCTTTATGAATATAGAGATGGATGTTATTCTAGTCCAAGTTATAATCAATCTCACGATATTGTATTTTATTAAATGTATATATAAGTATTTACTTATATAAATTTAAAATGATAGATATTAGTAATTTCTTCTTTCCATAAACCAACTTATAATATCTCTATTACATCTTTCAGGTAGATTAACATTCATCAAACTAGTATTTCTTATGTGAGCACTGGCCCTTATATAACACCATTTAATAATATCTAACGAGAATGATTCTTTCACAGCAGTAAAATAACCATAATCATGTGAACCTCTATCACATGTGCTCGCTAACCAATTTAATATTTCAATTTTGCCACTTTTCACCGCACTATTATAAAAACTTGGATATCTTTTATTTTCTAAAAATAGCAAATTTTTATCCAATATGGAATTGTTGTTATTAACAAATAATTTTAATAAATTTATATCTCCATATTGTAATAACCCACAAAATATATCACATGATATAGAATGTTCCATGATTAACCACCTAACTGTATCTATGTTATTATTTTCTATTAATGTTTTAACACTAACATAACTATTATACTTATCTCTATAACTTATATTTAATAATCTTAATATTGTTCTTTCTGCGTTAGATAAAAAATTATTTATAAGATAATTAAAGACATCATTAGTAATAGGATTATCCATCTTGTCCCATACTATCTATATGAGATTAAATAAATCAATTTGTTAATATAATTATTATTTGACTTTATATGTAAATATATAAATATATAGATGGAAATTGCATATGAAGATATTATTATTAGTATTCAAAGATTTAGATGTTTTAACATTATATAATTTAAGAAGAACAAATAAATGGATAAAGTTTATAATAGATTGTAATCCAAAATTATTCTGGTATAAGCATTATCCGATTGCAAAGATCAAACCTTATGTGTATAATTACGAGTATAGTGAAAAATATAATGTGCTTATGATTTTATGCATGAATTATTATAGGATAAATATAATAGATGAAATAAACTATAGTTATAGATATATGGTAACTTATGCTGATGATTATGTTCCTCCTAAACAACTTATATACTTAATGAATATTTTTAATGTAATTATATAAAAGGACGAATGGGGCAAATAAACATTTTATAAAATGTTGTCGTCATTATGTTCATCATAAAATGAAAATTAAATTAAATGTAGCATTTGATAAAATGTTATCAAGAGTATTAAATTTATCCACAAAGGCAAACAATAAATCAACTTTATTTAATAGTTGCTTTCTCTTAGGCAAAAAGAATTATAGTACCATATCTAACTTGTTTACTCCAAGTGTACATAATGATGTTACGGGACAATCAAATTTGGAATCTCGATCGCACTTTTTGAATAAATTAAGAAGTAAATCAAAAGAAACGGCATCATTAATATACGAACATGAAAGAAAATTAGGTAATGCATATTTAAATGGACAGAGTGATGAAGTGACTAAAAATTTAAAGTTGGAACTGGAGAACTATATAAACACTAAAAATATTTATGATACATCAATATATAGATATGCTGAAAAATTTGAACAAGATTTTGATGCCTATGATAAGAAAAATGGATATGAAAATGTGGATGTTAAGATACATATTGGTGGATTTGTAGGGATTTCAGCTGCATTAACCGCGTTAAGTGGTATGGTGAGTAATACAATAACATTAGGTATGTTCGAATCATGTTTATCAATCATTGCCATGTCTATGGTTTATGTTGGAACGCAGGAATTCTCTAAAATGAATAGAGAAGAAAAATTTATGAAGATGCCATACGATGAATAATAATCTAATTATCTTATTCTAATAATTATAAGACAAAATTGATATAATATATTTATATAAAATATATTATAAGATGGTTACTCCTATAACTTCTGACGTTTTCGATTATCTTATCGAATCTTTTTTATCAAAGGAAGAAAAAACTATCTTAAGATTAGTTAATAAAAAATATAGGAATAAGTATAATAACTATGTTAATATTAAAACGTTAATTAAAAATGAAAATATAAATACCTTTGCTTTATTGATTATTGAAGCTCCTACAAACATACATGTATTATGTGGATTATTAGAACATGGGGATACACACTTATTAAGTTGGTTTAAAGATACTTATAAGAATATAATATATAATAATTTTAAATTATTTGAAGATAATAAATTTATAAATTTATATGAAAGTGCTGTTAAGAGTGGAAAAGTTGAAGTATTAGAATGGGTTAAAAAGAATATTATCATTAGATCTGAACATTATGGATTGGCGGAAGCATTACATAGAGAAAGTTTAGATGTGATTAAATGGTGCTATGAACATGCGAGACCTAATTTTATATTTCTATCAGATGATATCCCTAATATGATAAGGGAAAGAAGAAAATTCACATTAGAGATATTTCAATGGTATTATAAATTAGTTAGCTTACATTGGATCAATCTATCTGATAAAATCTTTTATACTACAGATATAGTTAAATGGTTGATACATATTGATGAATTAAAAGACTGTACTTTTTGGACGGCATATAATATATTTAATTGTGCCCTTGAAGATGGAAATATAGAACTTTTGGAGTTATTGAAGGAAGAGAGATTAATTTCACGAGATGCTATTCTTGAAAATATTATTGAATTTGAACCATTTGAAACTGCTACAAGATGTGGTAATCTGCAATCTATGAAATGGTTGTATAAAAATGAATATAAATGGGACATTGATATTATATTTACTATATTAAATTTATGTGACAAAATTGGAGAAGAGAATGTAATAGAAATTATGAAGTGGATTAATGATCATATATTGATTAATATGGAAGAAAGAGATAGACTATTATGTCCATCAATGTATAGTTGTTGTGACAATAATATAAAATTAGCGGAATATTTGATAGAGATAGGATGTCCAGCTCCGATGAGTTGCTATAATGATAAGGATTGTACTTTATTAATAAAAACTAGCACAGAATTATATTATAATCCTTCAAGAATACAATGTACTATACATGATTTATGTCAACATGGGGATGTAGATAGATTGAAATGGTTAATTAATAGCTATGAATATGATATAGTTGATATTGAGAAAACATTTATTAATGATGTTATTGATACAGAACTTATCTGGGATAATAATTTTCTTAGTATTATTAATGACACTTCATATATTAGATCTCATTTCTTGGTATCTGCATGTGAGTCAGGAAATTTGGAATTAATAAAATTTTTATATGGTATTGGATGTGAATATATACCACAATGTTCTTTTATTTTAGCAGAAAAAGGATATATACATATATTAGAATGGATGAAACAGAATGGTCTAAGGATAGTATTTAATGAAGAATGGAAAAGGGGAAAATATGTAAGTAAAAGGGGATATGATTGGTTGGTTGCTAATAAGTATATATAATCCTTCTATGATATAATTCAATATATAATCCTTCTATGATATAATTCAATATATGATGCACATTATAATCCATTATACAAGACAAAGTAAAAGCATTCATGTGGTGAACCACATGAATATATATAATACATTAAATTATATCATAAAATAATTATAGATATAGTTATTAGCAATCAACCAATCATATCCCTTCTTACTTACGTATCTACCATTATTCCATCTTTTATCAACTGATATGTTCAATCCAGTTTCTTTCATCCATTCTAATATATGAGTATGTCCGTATTCAACAGCCGCCATGCTTGCGTAAGCGTAATTATAACAATAAACTTCAATATCTTTGTTATATATAAACTTCACTAATTCTAGATTTCCTGATTTACATGCGTTTCTAAGAATTTGATATCTTGCTGGTATCTTGAAACCTTCTGATTCTAACCATTTTAATGTGCTTATATCACCATTTTTACAAACAATTTCCACTAATTTATCTGTTTGTTCTATGTCATCTTCATTATCTTCATTATCTAATATAAATCCAGTTTTCACCAATAAATCATAATTATCAATAACATCTCGCATGTTGGTATAAAATATTTTGGCATCATCAACTCCATAGATAGACCTAACGGGACAACCAACTTCCATCAACCACTTTACAATCTTCATGTTACCATTGCATTTACTATATATAACATATCCCCACGAACATGCATTCTCTTCATCTATAATTATTTGTTCATCCTGATTTTTTGTAGACTGAATCGAGAGTGGATTTAGTAACCATTTTATTATTTCTATACATTTATCGGATCCTATTTTATTGCAAGAAGATATAACATTAGTAAACATGTTATAATCCCATGACATCCCGCATTTATATAAATATTTCATTATATCAACGTTTCCTTCTTTGGCAGCCACGTTAAAATAATATCCTAAAAGGCCCTCACTCAAGTTTAATAAATTTAATAGTTTTAATAATTCCACATTACCATGACGACAAATGGATTCACCAACATTATGTAATATATTAGTATTATTGAGCAAACCTGATTCTATTAACCAATTTATCATATTAACATCGTAAACAATATATTTGTAAAGGATTGGGTTCAATGAAATATATGTATTATGTATCCATTTTATTATTTCAAGATTCCAATAATAGAAGCCATTTCTACCATGCATTATTTTACATATACTAATATATTTATCATGTCTTTCATAACACCATTTTATTACATCCAAGGATCCATTGTATAATGATATGTCATATCCATATGTTTTAGACATCATATTAATATTTTTTTCTAACCATTTTAATATATCAATATTATTCCGTTTAGCTGCGATTTTATATGGATCTAAATACTCCATATACGTTATATTATTATGTAATATAAACCAATCCAATAATTCTGTATTACCATATTCTACTAATCCGCAAAATACATGATTTGTTATAGGATATTCTATAATGAGTTCTTTAATGGTATCAATATTATTATTCTTAACCAAGGTTTTAATGTTTATGTAATTTGTATATTTATTTTTATATTTCTTATTTAATAATCTTAATATTGTCTTCTCTTCTCTTGATAGGAAAGATTCAAGAAGATAATTAAAAACATCATCGGTTATACTATTCATTATATTTGGTTCAAGATATTCTATAAATTATAATTTATATATCATTTTAATATATTGTATTCAGATAAACTATAATATAGAATTATACTAATTTATATAAAGTTATACATCAATTTTTTATTGATGTATATTATCTATAAATATAAATATGGTAAAGAATGTATTTAATAATCTTAATACTGTTCTTTCTTCACAGGGTAAAAAATTATCTATAAGATACAAAAAACATTATCCATTATATAATTAATATATCATATAAATAATAACTACAGAGGTTACAAGTCAACGTTCCACAAGATTATATCATATATTTATATAAATATGTAAAATTGATATATTAATTATATATATATTATAATTAATATAATGGATAATCCTATTACAAATGATGTTTTCTTATATCTTATAGATAATTTTCTATCTGGTGAAGAGAAGACAATATTACGATTATTAAATAAAACATATAGAAGCAAATATAATAATTATGTTAACATTAAAACATTGGTTAAAAATGGAAATATAGATACTATTAAAGAACTCACTATTGAGTTTCCTACAGATATACATACATTTTCTGGTTTGTTAGAATATGGTAATATAGATCTATTAAATTGGATTAAAGATAATAGTATGATAAATGATAGGGTACATTTATTAAAAAATAGTAAATATATAGATTTATATGGAAGTGCTGCTAAAAGTGGAAAAGTTGAAGTATTACAATGGTTAAATACAAATATTAATATTAAATCTACATATTATGGGTTTAATAAAGCATTAGATAGCAAAAGTTTAGAAGTAGTTAAATGGTGTTACGAATGTGCAAAAAAGAATGATAGATGGATATTAGACTATATTCCAAATATGACAACGGATAGATATAAGTTTACATTTGAAGTATTTTGTTGGTTATTTGCGAAAGTTGAAGAATTAGATACGGGGTTATCTAAAGTAATATTTTACACAACTGATATAGTTACTTGGCTCATTAATAATAATAAATTACAAGAATGTGAAGATTTGGAATTTATAAAATGGGATATTTTTACTTGTGCTATTAAAGGTGGTAATATTCAACTATTGGAATTATTAAAAAATAATGGAATTATGTCTCCAGAAATTGCAATTGAAAATGATGAAGAATTTACAGCATTTTACGAAGCATTTAATTATGGTAATATCGAAGTTATGAAATGGTTGTATGTAAATGGATATAGATGGTGTTCTATGTCATTGGCAAATATAATTATGTCATGTAAAGACCTTGGAGAGGACAAAACTTTAGAAATATTAGAATGGGTCATGGATTATTGTAAGTCTAATATTAAATTATATGAACAACTATATGGTTATTGTGGTCCCAATATAAGATTAATAAAATTTTTAATTAAAGTACAATGTCCTTTGCCAAATCATCTTAGTATTATAAACGATTATGATTTATTGTTAAAAAATATATTTCTATCATTCACTAATAATGAAGTATACCATATGATATTAACATTATGCAAAAGTGGTAATTTAAATATGTTAAAATGGTTAATTAGTACATGTGGATATAATATAGCTGATATAGAAAAGGAGTACGCTAAAATTATATTAGATATATTACATATAAGCGATGTTCAAATGGATGGAAATACTGTTACTTCAGATAATACCTTAGGTATGACATACATTATGTTGCATTTTATAGCAAATGCATGTAAATATGGAAATTTAGAAGTAGTACAATTTTTGTATAATGCAGGATGTAAATATATACCAGAATGTTCCTTTATGGCAGCACGAGAAGGACACATTCATATATTAAAATGGATGAAAAGTAACAACTTAAAAATACAAATACCACAAGATGAAGAATGGAATATAGGTAAATATATAAGTAAACAAGTATATGATTTTATATTGAATAGGTAAATTATTTTACAAAACTACTAATTTTAAAACTTTTCTTAAAAATATAAATTTCCTATAATAGGGGACTATTAATATTTTGCTTATGAAATATTGATAGTGTCGTGTTATGGTATGATAAATACCATATATAAATATATTGTTTTATAAATATATAAAAATGATCATAAAGTAGTATTTAAATTATAGTTTTATTTTATATTTTATATAACTTCGACCTCTTTAAAAAAATATTTTTATAACTTCAACCTCTTTAAAAATTATTTTCATAACTTCGACCACTTCAAAAATTTTTTATAACTTCGACCTTCTAAAATATTTTCATAACCCCAACTTCATAAAATATTTTTATAACTTCAACCTCTTCAAAAATTATTTTCATAACTTCAACCTCATAAAATATTTTTTTATAATCTACCTCTTTAAAAATTATTTTCGTAACTTCTACCTCTTTAAAAATTATTTTTATAACTTTGTCCTCTTCAAAAATTATTTTTATAACTTTGTCCTCTTCAAAAATTATTTTTATAACTTCAAACTCTTCAAAAAGTATTTTCATAACTTCAACCTTCTAAAAATTTTTTATAAATCATTCCTAGTTTCCAATTTTATTTTTTACATACTTTACAAAATTATTAATTTTGTAATTAATATACTATTAATTCTATGTTAAATAATAAAATATATCATATATTTTATATTTTATATATTATATAATATAATATATATATATATACTATTAATTCTATGTTAAATAATAAAATATATTATATAATATACAATATACAATATAATATATATATATATACATAATGGGAAATACACAATAGAGTTAAAACGATATTACAAATCTATATAACATATTATATATTATCTTTATATATTTAATAATAAATTTATCGCTTTTAAATATTTAATATTATGGTATTAATAGTATATATAATTATTATATGTAAATTATATAAATATTAATAGTACATATAATTTAAAAACGATATAATATCAAAATAGAAGAACAATTTGATATTAATAATACCATATAATTTAACTATAAATTATAAGTTATAGGGTGGTACACATAAAGAAAATTATCACATATAAATATATATCTATATATTTATGATAGAATGTTATGGTTGTATATAACCATTATATAATAACCAATCATATCCCTTCTTACTTATATTCTTATGCCAACCTTCTTCTAATATTACTGGAACAGTATATTGTTTTATCCAATCTAATATATGAATATATCCTTTTTGTAGTAATATTATAATAAATACACCATTTATCGCTTTATAATTATATAACTCCTTGTGTCGATAAGAAGAACGAAGGTGGTAATTAATTGAGATCATACACTCTTTATTCTTAATCCAATAAAAAATATGATATTAATAGTATGGATATAATTGTATATAAATATTAAGCGATGTATACTATCCCATGACTTCCAACGAAGAGAATTAATTGAGATCATACACTCTTTATTCTTAATCCAATAAAGAATTTAAGAAGAATATGATATTAATAGTATAGTTATATTTGTATATAAATATTAAGTCATGTATACTATCCCATGACTTCCAACGAAGAGAATTAAAATATAATTATAAAATAATATACTAAACTATCATAGAACAAACTATCATAGAACAAACTATCATAGAACAAACTATCAACACGTTTCAATTTTTGTTGTTGGAGGTCATGGGATAGTATACATCGCTTAATATTTATATACAATTATATCCATACTATTAATATCATATTCTTCTTAAATTCTTTATTATATTACATTTTTCTAATAAAGATGGGAATATAAATAAATACAATTACATAAGGTTTATAATAAAAGAATATTTATAACTATATAGTTATAAATTAAATAGTGGCTAATACAAATTATACGATAAAATGTAAAAGGGTTCCAACAGATATTAATCCAGCTCCAATATATATGCAAATATCATAATTATGTTGATTTGTTACCTGTCTGGCTAATTGCACTCTATTATTTCCAATACTTGAAATAACTTTGCGACCATCTTCATATTTATAATGGGCACATAAGTTTAACATCTTATTATCAGCAACCTCAATCTTCATCATTCCTCCCAAATTATCAATATTTTCTAAATTAATATTATGATCCTCCTCCAAAAACCTCTTAGCATCCTCATACTTTAAGCAACGTGAAGTAACTCCATTATCTGCAAACATATATGATTTATATTTTTTACTAAATACATATTCATCTTGAGATGCACTATATTTAAGTGTCATGTGTCTAACATTTTGCTCAATATCTCCATTAAACATTCCATTACTTGCATAAAATAATGGACCGAAAGAAAAGCCCAGATATTTACGAGGATGTGATAATTCAGAGATTCTAACAATTTTATTACTAGTATTGAAGATGGATCCAATATGTTCAACCTTAGGATCCGTAGGAATGGAATAATTAATTTTCATAATCTTATTATATCTATTTGTAGATATTGCCTTACCAGCAATACCAATGGCCGTAAACGCAGATCCGATAATCGTAGCAGTTAACATTGTATCTATTATAATATCTCATAAATAAAGATATTATTTTATATAAAATCAATTTTATTTTTATATATATTATATATATTATATTATATTATGATAATATAAGGTTAATCGTATAAAAATTATTAATATTGTATCAAATGTAAATAATAAGTAGTTCTTGGATTCGATAAATTAATATTTGGTAATTTAACATTACAATTAATAAATTGATTTTATAATATAATATAATATTTATAATATAGATAATGAATTCCATTACAGAGGATGTTTTTAATTATCTTATTAATACTTTCCTATCTAAAGAGGAAAGAACAATATTAAGATTAGTAAATACAAAATATAGAAGTAAATATGCAGATTATGTAAACATTAAAACTTTACTTAAAAATAATAACATAGAAACTATTAAGTCGCTAATTATTGAATATCCAATTAAAGAATATGTCATATACCAATTAATAGATTGTGGAAATGTAGAATTATTAGAATGGTTATTCTGTGAAGAGATTAAGACTATAAATTGGAAAAGAAATTTATATAACCTTGCCATATCAACTGGTGATATTAAAGTATTAGAATGGATAAACAATAATATTTGTATCCCATTTTCTGATAATAATTATAACTATGCTTTAGAATGTGGAAACTTAGATGTAATAAAATGGTTCCATTCTAAATATATTAGCAAAAGATATCATGTGTTTGTATCTTCCTCAGATGGATATAAATGGAACATAGAAACCTTCGAATGGGTAATGAACACACATACTATAACACAAGAAGGATATAGATCTATTATATATAATTATGATCTCACTGTATATTTATTAGAAAATTACCAGGATATAAAATCTTATGATTTATACAAAGAAATATTAACCTGCGCTATTATATATGAAGATTTTAAATTATTAAAATTAATGAAGAACGAAATAATACGATATGATATTAATAATTTTTTATGGAGGGCCGTGAGAGTAGGAAATCTACCAATTATGAAATATTTATATAAGAATGGTCGCCGGTTGAATAGTCGTAATTTACTTGGTAGAATTCATATAGATAATGCTTACGCATGTATTGATACAAAGGGAATTGATACGGTAATAGATATAATGAAATGGTTATTAAATCCAGAGGAGAAAGAGGGAATTGTTAGAGATGAAATAAACGCATGTTGTTGGAGTAGTTTCTCATATGCGAAAGTTGGATATAATTTTAAAATTATAAAATGGCTAATGGACGCGGGTTGCCCTCTTCCATCCGAAAATATTATTATAGATACGCACTGCTTTGTTAATAATATTGAGGATATTATAAAGAATTATCATATGTTAGATATCCTTAAAATTGATATGGAAGAAAATATCAGATATAATGGTATTTTATTGTTGACTATGTTATGCAAGAAGGGAGATATGAATAGTATTAAATGGTTCATGGATAAAGGATTCTTTAATTATAAGAAATCTAAGAAGAAAAGAAAGACTAAGATTATTAAAAATGCATGTAAATCAGGAAATTTAGATTTAGTAATTTGGTTATATAATAATGGATATGGATATGATAAGAAATGTTGTAAAAAGGCCATAAGCTATGGACATGTTAATATTTTGGAATGGATTAAAGAACAAGGATTAGAGATTGCATATAGTAAAAAAGAAATGGATAAGCATGATTATATTAGTAAGAGGGGATATGATTGGGCCAAATGTAATAACTTAATATAATAATAACATTAATATGGCATATATAATAAATAATTTTTATCAATTATAAATTTCTATAATTTATAATTTACTATTTTATGATTTCTATAATTTATAATTTCCATCTTTTACAAATTTTTATTTCTTACAAACTTTTATTTTTATTTCTTATAAAATTTTATAATTTATAATTTCTATAATTTATAATTTACTATTTTATGATTTCTATAATTTATAATTTCCATCTTTTACAAATTTTTATTTCTTACAAACTTTTATTTTTATTTCTTATAAAATTTTATAATTTATAATTTCTATAATTTATAATTTCCATCTCTTAGAAATTTTTATTTCTTATAAAATTTTATAATTTATAACCCCTATAATTTATAATTTTGTATTTCATGATTTCTATTTCTTACAAATTTTTATTTTTTATAATTTTCTATAACTCATAAACTTTTATAATTTGTAATTTGCCATATCTCATAAACTTTTATAATTTTCTATTTCTTACAAATTTATATCTTTTATAATTTTCTATCTCCCATAAACTTTTATAATTTATAATTTTGTATATTTTATAATTTTACATCTAATATAGTAACATCTAAATATTTACTTTATTTGAGACACTAAGAGTTCATAAATTAAGTGTCTCAAATAAAGTAAATATTCATCCTTCATTTTCTATTATTAATAATATATAAATACTTCAAATGATATAATTTTAAAGTATTTGTCAAAATGAATTATAAATATAATACTTCACAAATAAAATGTTATCTAGAAGTCTAAGAACTGTGGGAAATAGATTACTTATCACAAATGTCTTTCACAATAAAAGTCCTCATCTTCTATTTAATACATTAAAACTTAATACAAATGGATATAGAAAACAATTATATAATACGAATCTTGTTAAAGATAATAATATTAAACTAATAAATATGAGCCTAAAAGATGAGAATAACTCTAATTCAGTAAATTTATACGTTAATATGTTTAATAAAAATTTATATAATACTAGATATAAGATATTGGTTAAAATAGAAGAAGATATAAAGAACTGCGAAGAATTAAGGAAAGAGTGTGAAAATAAAATGCATAATATGAAACTCTCGGAAAAAGATGTTGATACTATCGAACGAACGAAAATGGAATTAGAGAAGCATAATAAGAATAAAAGTGATCTTGAGAATTCATTAAAGTATTATAATGATAAGTATTGCAATGAATTTCTAGAATTCGAAGAGAAAAATGGATATAATCATGGTAACATTGACTTACTTAGATCATGTTCTGTGGGAGTTGTACTTGCGGTTGGAGCTGCTATACAGGCGAGTGATGTTAGTAGAGTTTTTATGCTTCCACATAATTTAATGTGGTTGTATTTGGCGATTCCTGGTGCATGTATAGGATATACTCTTAAACGCGAATACACATTAAGTAGTAGATGGAATAAATTTATAAATATGCCATATAGTGAAAATTTATAAATCTAATATTGATTGTCTCCAATGTTATTCTACATGAGTATTTTTAATTTTATAATATATAATTATCTTTATATATTATAATTATCTTTATATATTATAATTATCTTTATATATTATAATTAAGATTACATAATTATCTTTATATATTATAATTAAGATTACATAATTATCTTTATATATTATAACTAAGATTACATAATTATCTTTAATCTTATCTTATATAATTGTTATCCAATATAATTATATAATTGTTATCTTATATAATTATCTTTAATCTTATCCAATATAATTATATAATTATCTTTATCCTATCCAATATAATTATATATGATATGTTGATTCTTATGCAGGATGTTTATATGATATAGCCCATTGATATCCTTTCTTAGTTATATATTTACCTTTACACCATCTCCCATCATATAATATTTTAATTCCATTTTCTATCATCCATTCTAATATATGGACATGTCCATATTCTACCGCTGTTATACTACCATAGTTATAATTATGTGCAGTTCTATCGATCTTTTCATATATCCACTTAACTAATTCTAAATTTCCTGATTTACATGAAGCTTTAATAACACGATCGCTCACTGGTATCTTACATTCTTTAGATTCTAACCATTTTAAGACATCTATATCACCATTTTTACATAGGATTTTAGTTAGATTATGAATTTCTTGTTTATTATCTTCATCATCTAAGACAAACCCTGTTCTTAACATTAAACTATAATTATTCATAACATCTCTTATATTATTATAAAATATTTTAGGATCATTAACTCCATAGTATATGCATTTAATTGGACAATTAACATCACATAACCACTTTATAACTTTTATATTACCATTGCATCTAGAATATGTTGCATATCCCCATGGGCATGCATTCTCTTGATCTATAATTATCCCTGCATTCTCATCTCTTGAAGAGGAAAGCGACAGAGGATTTAATAACCATTTCATTATTTCTATACATTTATCAGATCCTATTTTATTGCAAGAAGATATGACAATAGGAAATATATTATCATTCCATCTTAATCCATTTAAATACAAATATTTCATAATATCTAAATTTCCCTCTGCTGCAGCCATATTAAAATATGTATTCAATAATTTTTTGTTCAAAGTTAACATTTTTAGTAATTCTATATTACCATCTCTACAAATAGAAAAAATAATATAAGTTAATATATTATCATCATCTACTAAACCTTCTTCCATTAACCAACGCACCATCTCCATATTATATATTATATATTCATAAAAATATGATGGTAGTTTAGTATATATACTATGGATCCATTTTATTGTTTCAAGATTCCAATGATAGAACCCAAGATGTGGTAGTAAATTAGTTATGTCCTTATTTTTAGTACATCGTTCATGGCACCATTTTATCACTTCCAATGATCCATTATATAGACATGTTTTGTAACCATAATGATCGGATTTAATGTTAGTATTATTTTGTAACCATTGTAATACATTAATATTATTGCTTATAACTGCACTTGAATAAGGATCTAAATATTTTTTCTTAATAATTCGCCAATTTTCATTAGATGCCATACTATTATTATTTTGTATAAACCAATCTAACAATTCTATATTACCATATTCTAGTAATCCACAAAATACATGATGTAATATAGGATCTTCAATATATAATTCCTTTACGGTGTTAATATTATTATTCTTAAGTAAAGTTTTGATATTAATGTAGTTATAATATTTATTTTTATACTTTTTATTTAGTAATCTCATCATAGTTCTCTCTTCCTTACATAAGAAATTATCAAGAAGATAATTGAACACATCGTCAGTTATAGGATTCATTATCTAATACAATTTTATTCATTTTAATATAAGTTATAATTTATATATCATTTTAATATAAATTATATTATCCATCATATTATAATCCTGTGAGGTTTTAAGATTTTCCATTATCCTCATAATTAATAATTATAAGAATAATATCATACAGAAGGTAGTACCCATAAATTATATAAATTCTATTTCATGTGTACCATCCCATGAGTTAAATTTATGGTAATCATAATCATAAATATAGTGATGGTGATATACATGACTACATTATGTTTAACATGTATTATAAATTTAATTTATGGGTAGGTATACATGGAATACAATTTATATAACTTTATTAATATAAGTTTAATACCATTTTATCTTTATATTAAATTAGATTAGATTAATAAAGAGACAACGAGAAGACGATAAGATAATTATATTTCGTATGTAAGTAGCTTATTATCTATAGAACAAGAGATAATAAATTTATATATATAATTATATAAATCTTATAGAATTTTATCATGTACTGGTACCCATGACATATAAATAATACATTTTCTATATATTAAATTCTATATTATATTATGTCATTGTATTACCAATTATAATAATTAGAAAGACGATTTAATTTGAGGAGACGGTATTTCATTTTATAGATTATACAATTATAATCTATAATCTATAATTGTATAATCCATAATCCACAATCCACAATCTATAAATTATACAATTATAATTCATAATCTATAATCTATAATCCATAATCCACAATTTATAAATTATACAATTATAATTCATAATCTATAATCCATAATCCACAATCTATAAATTATACAATTATAATTCATAATCTATAATCTATAATCCATAATCCACAATTTATAAATTATACAATTATAATTCATAATCTATAATCCATAATCCACAATCTATAAATTATAATCTTATGTAACTAATATAATCTATAATCTATAATCTATAATCCATAATCTATAATCTATAATCTATAATCTATAATCTATAATAAATAAATTATAATCTATAATCCATAATCTATAATCTATAATAAATAAATTATAACCTATATATAAGCTTATACAAAATATAATTAATAATGTTATATTGTTGTGTTATATGGACTACAATAAATAAATTATAGATTATAAATTGTACAATTATAGATTATACAATTATATTAATTGTATAAGATTATATTATATTTATTCTCTTTTTTCAACTTTGGCCTCCTCTAATCCTTTCATGAACCACTCTCCAGGACGTAATCCAGTTTGATCATGCACCGTACTCAAAACAGGAGCTAATCCCTTCATCATATCCCCAATCAACTTAGCAGCTCCGGTATTATTATCACCTCCAGTATTCCAAACTGTAATCTTAGGCTGTAATCCTTGTAGAGCATCGGCATGCTTCTCCGCTAATTTAGTGTACATATCCTTCTCCACCATTAAGTATTGGAATAGTGACGATCTATCTCCACCTAGTGAATCAACAAGTCTTTCTAAACCTTCAGATTGTGCGGTATATGTTGCACGAATACCGTCTGCCTCTCGTTGCTTAAAGTATAATTGTGCATCAGCCCTAAGTTTAACAGCATTCGCTTCACCTTCTGCCTCCTTAATCTTAGCTTCTGCTAATACTTGAGCTAATGATACTTCTTTGGCTCTTAGTCTCTCCGTCTCCTCTAAAATTCTCTTCTCTTCCACCTGTCTTTGCAATTCCGCATTTCTAATTTCCGTTGCCTTCTTTGCCTCAATAAATGCTAATTGTTGTCTTCTATATGAATCAGCCTTTACAATCTCCAACTCGGCATTAGATTTTTCAATTGATTGTTGACGTTCATTCTCTTGTAACACGGTTAATGCCTCATACTCTGCAAGTCTCTTTCTAGTCTCTGCCTCTCTTTCCTTCTCGCCAACAGCACCTCTCATAGTAGCTTCTGATACATCAATTTTTGCTTTATTTTCTACCTCACTAATGGTTTTCTTTCTTTGATTTTCGAAATATTTGCTACCACCATGATCTTGCATTTCCTTGATATTGGCATTGTAAATATATAATCCATATTTATCCAATTCCTTTTGGACCATCTCTAATATTTCTTCTTTAAACTTATCTCTACCTTTGAAAATTTCTTCAATTGTCAATGCTGTAGCAACAGATCTAGTTTGACCTTCCGCAATACCTCTAATAAATTCATAGAGATCTGTATCTGGACTTACCTTCTTACTATATAATATAAGGGAATCTTTATCATCACGAGGACCAACCGTGAAAACAACAGGCAATATAAAATCCACTTTTTCTGATGACATAATTTGTAATGAGTAGGTATAACTTTTTGGTTCCATATTAATGAATTGGAATGTTTGGAAAGGCCATTGAAATCCCTTCTTCGTTAATAATACATCTCTAACACCTAAACCCGTTCTAACTAAGTACTCATTTGGCTTTGATATCTTATATCGAGTCGCTAAATAGGCACCTGCTCCAGCAAGAAAGATTGTCGCAGAGGATGCAATAACAATGGCACTTTCACTATAATTTCTCTTTTGTTCCCTAGCAAAAACTCCTTTAGATTGATAACTCTTAGTGGACACATTCGTATTACGTTGAATAGCTTTTAATGCTAATAACCCAGAACTCTTAGTAACTGTACTTAACATATTTCCTTCTCTCTTCTTATCTTTTTATTTTCATTTTGCGAATTAATAATTCAATTGGATAAATTAACTCACATTAAATATATACTATAAACCGTATAATAATGATATCTTATTTATATCTATAATAGATATAAACAAGGATAAGCATGAAAAATATATATTGGAGATTAATAATAAATTGATTTTATAATAAAATATTTGTGTAGGATGAGATATTAGATAGAATGGAACCAGTAACTGCTGCGATTGCTTCTGCCCTTCTTGGAAAGGGATTTTTTAATATTTTAGTTCGGTATGCAAAAGGGAAGCTATTAGATCAACATTATTTAAATCAAGTGATATAAAGACACAAAGAAAAAATACAGATTGTAAATATCTAATGGAATATAAGATAAATAAAGAAAAGGGTGAACATGTTAGATGTACTAAGTATTATGATTATAGGGATGAAAGTTGGAATAATGTTATAAATTATATGAATTATAAATTATTAGATGTTTTAACTGTACCTGTTAGTAAGATTTCTAATGTAGGAAATTACGAGAAGAAAGTTTTACCATATAGTAAGGCAATTAGTTATGCGATGAATAAATATAATCAAGATATTACAAAACATGAATTTTTATCCAGTAATATATTATTGAAGGAGAAAGAATGTGAAATAGTATATCTTTATGGAAAAAATGAAGATGATGGTAAATTTAATGCCGATATGAAATCAGATGATGTTAATTATCTATTGGATGAATTAACAGATAAACCTTATTTTGCTTATATGTTGTCTGGATCTGGATTTTTATTGTTATCCTTATTATGTGGAAGTGGTATGTAAATTATAAAATTGATAATTATATTTTATTTATTGATAAGATATGAGATAGGATGGAACCAATTACAGCAATTATTGCCTCTGCCCTTGTAGGTAAAGGATTATATAATGTTACAAGTGCTTCTTCTAAGAGAGAAGGAATTAGAGCTACATTATTTAAATCAAGTGATATAAAGACACAAAGACGAAATACGAATTGTAAATATTTATTGCAATATAAAGTAAATAAAGAAAAGAAGGAATATGTTAAATGTACTAAATTTTATGACTATAGATATGAGAGTTGGAGTAATATTAGAAATTATATAAATTATGAACTTTTTGAGGTTAAGCCTGAATTTATGGTTAGTGTTTCTGATAATGAAAATTTTAATAAGAAAACTTTACCATATAGTCAGGCAATTCGTTATGCAATGGATAAATATGGAATAGATATAACTAAAGATGAATTTTCATCCAGTAATATACTAATAAAGGAGAAAGAATGCGAAATCGTATATCTTTATGGAAAACATGAAGAAGATGGTAAATTTAAGGCGGATATTGTCTCTGATAATATGAATTATCTATTGGATGAATTAACAAATAAACCTTATATTGCATATATGTCGTCTGGATGTGGATTTTTATTCTTATCCTTACTTTTTGGAAACATCTAATCACATATTTATTTATTTATATCTTATTAATAAGATATAATATTATAATTATGAACTTTTCATATTTCGGATTGTAATGATCTTATGTAGATATTCTACTACGGACATAATATTATAATATAATATTTTTATAGTCATTATAGATATAATTTATAAATATATCTATATATTGTCTCAATAATAAAATAAAATTGATATTTATAATAATTTTATCTTATTATTGAGACAATATATAGTATAGCAAGATATTACGATATTAAGATATGGAACCATTAATGGTAGTTATGGCCTCTGCCCTAATAGGAAAAGGAATGTATAATAGAAGAGCAGAAAAATTACATAGACAAAAAATATTTACTTTTAAAACGTCTAAGTCAGATGAAATTTCAGTAAACAATAAAGAGGATTATGTTATAGAATATAAATGTGGAACACAGAAGACAAAAATTATTAAATATTATGATTATAGACATGATGCAGCAAAATCTGAATATAGATGGAATAATGTGGTGGATATTATAAAATCTCCATTATTGAATAAGTGGGATATACCAAAAATGTTTGTGTTTACAGATAAAAATATGGATGTTAAAATATTACCGTATACCGATGCAATTAATTATTCTATGAAAAAGTATTATCATGATATTTCTGTGTGTGAGTTTACTTCCAGCAATATCATGATCAAAGAGAAAGATCAAGATAATCTTTATGCGTATGGTAGAAATATAGATGGTAAATTTAAAGCATCAATGGTATCGGATAATCAAGAATATTTATTAGATAGAATAGTAGATAAATGTTATATTCCATATATAATTTCAGGATGTGGATTATTATCTATTTCTGGATTATTACATTATTTTTAAATAAATTGATATTTATAATAATATTATCTTAATAATAAGATAATATATATAGATTAAGATGTTGACAAGTACATTATTATTTGCTTCCGCTATCTCCTTAGGAAAAGGATTATATAATCATGGTATTATGAATAATAATATGAATGAAATTAATGCTTCATTCTTGTCACATGAAAAGAAAATGAAGGGAGAAATTAGAAAAGGACAATATTTGTTGGAATATAAATTAAATAAAAATGAGGGGGAATACGTTAAAACATTTAAATGTTATGATTTTAGAGTTGAAACATCTCAACCAGTTTATGTAAATGTTGGTAAACATGGACCATTGGTCCCTATAGGTGGAGGATCATATACTACACGTAATAAAGTAGCGGACTTACTAGTATATAAATTAAATAATGTAAATAGTGGATTTTGTTATAAATTACATCCTTATTATAATGAAGCCGAGAAACGTAAAACTTTACCTTATGAACGTGCATTGGATTATGCTAAGGATAAATATGGGGTTAAACTTAGTAAGTATGGGATTGTTTCTAGTAATGTAGAATTGAATATTGGAGAGGATTTGAACACTATTTATTTGTATGGTAAAGATGGTAAAAATGGAAAATTTGATATTGATTTATTATGCAATAATAAGGAACATTTGATTATGTGTAAATCTCATCAATATACATTTCCATATTATGTCATGAGTGCCGCATTTTTTACCTTTGCAATTTTACCATTCATCAGTGTATAACAATATAATTAAGATTACTATAAAAATAAGTAGACAAATGATTTAATATACTTTTTAAGACAAAGTTAACAAATATTAATCACTTTGGATAGTAAAATTATTTTATAAATATAAAATAATTGAAATGGATAATAATGTGGAATATTTATCTTTATTAGATCAAACCCCATCAGATGTTCTAATTAATCATATCTTTATAAATTTACCTTTATATGATATTGATAATGTATGTCAATATTCTGAAAGATTATCTAATATATGTAATAATGAAGAGACATGGAAAACATTATCTAGATTAAAATATTATAATAAATTAAATAATAAAAGTGAAGATGATAGTTGGAAGGATTTTTATATCAAAAATTCTATCATAATTATTCCATTAACTTGGAACGGAGATAGACAGGGAATGATTTACGTAGATAATAGTAATGGGTGGCATTTTGGTTATACGACAAATGCTATAACTTCTCTTATTGAAAATAATACCAACTTTGTCTCAGTATTATTGTCTGATAATGATTACAGTCAGCCAAAAATTTTAGCAATTTATGGGTCACAAGATGGACAATATTTTGGATATTTATCAAAAAATGTAGATAAATTAAAAGAATTAATATTAATAACAGATCAAAATAATATTAATAAATTAATTGATATAATACAAAGAACGAATTCTCTTAATAATAATGATATATACGAAATAGTAAAACAAGAGATGACATCTATTAATGGAACTCCTCCTATATATGGAAAATACAATAGAACAAATAATCGTGTATATATACTTGATGTGGAAAGCCACTATACGGATATCTCCACATTATCTAATGATATTAATCGTAGGAAGAGAATCATGGGAAGAAATGTGGAGACATTTAATAGAGAAGAATTGTTAAATTTACATTCAAGATTAAATCCAACATTAAAAATCCCAAATAATATATTTATAAGAGATTTACATGACGTTATAATACAGGATTTAATAAATATTAATCATATGAGATAGTAATTTTTATATATATATATATTATAATGGTAAAAATAATTTTGACATATATACTAGCACACATATTAATTATTCAATATAATTATGTAATACTATATCAGATTATATTATACATTTATTTTTGTCTGTATCATAATTATGGTGTGGGTGATAACATATTAACTCTGATAAAGATGGAAGTTCCTCTATAGTTAAACATAAATTATATAGTTACATAAAATGATGGAAACAAATAACAATCAGGAATATTTAGCCTCACTAGATCAAACTCCATCAGATGTATTGGTTAATCATATTCTCATTAATTTACCTTTATATGATATTGAAAGTGTATGCCAATATTCAAATAAATTATCTAATATATGCGCAGACGATAATACATGGAAAACATTATCTAGATTAAAATATTCCGATAAATTAAATAATAAAAGTGAAGATGATAGTTGGAAGGATTTTTATTTCCAAAATTCCATAGATCTTATACCTTTAACTTGGAATGGAGATATACAAGGAATGGTATATGCCGATCATAGTAACGGATGGAATTTTAATTATATAATACAATCTATTAGATCACTCATTGGTAATAATACCAACTTTGCATTAGTATTATTATCTGATAATAATAATTTTCAATTAAAAATCTTAGCTGTTCTCTGGAATAAAAATGGTAAATATTTTGGATATCTAGATGATAATGTACAAGGAATAAAGGAAGCGGTATTAATAACGGATCAAAATAATATAAATAAATTAGTGGGCGTCTTATCAAATACTGGTTCTGTTGATAATGCGGATATATATGAAATAGTAAGAAATGAGATGATGTCTATTAATGGAAATCCTTCTATATATGGAATATATAATAAAACAAAGGGAAGTCTATATATCGTTGATAGGTCTTATGTATATGATAAATATTTAAGGGGGAGAGATTTACTGTTATTCTCCAGGGATGGATTAATTAATATACATTTATCATTAAACCAAGCACAAGAACTACCAGACAATATATCCATGAGTGATTTACAAGATGTTATAATAGATGATTTAATAAACATTGGTCATCTAAGATTGTAAATTGATTTATAATTAAAATTAATTATAAATAATAGAATTACAATGTGGAAGGTGGGAGTATTAATTATTTCAAGTGGTGCATGTTTTTCTAAATGCATATCAAATCACAAAAAACAAAGGAATGAGGAAATAAATATAAGAAATACATACATTAAAAATGAGTATAGGAATGGGGGTTATAGAAATAACAATCCATATATTTTGCATTATAGATTAGATAAAGAAAAAGGGGAATATGCATTTCCATTATCATTTTTTGATTTTAGAAATGAAAAAGTAGATCCATTATATATTAACTCTGATAAAGGTGGTTTAAGTGTTCCTGTTGGTGGAAGTTCCTCTATAGTTAAACATAAATTATATTCTTGTCTATGTCGCAATTTATTATTAGATGTTGGTAGGAATGTAAAATTTATGCCTAGTAAGGACACTCTTATTGGTATTAAGACTAAAGTTTTACCTTATTCTATGGCAATACAATATATTAAAGATAATTATAATGTGGATATAACTAAATATGAAGTGACATCTGCCAATATTATGATTAAGAAAGGTCGGAAACTATCAGATTTATATTTTTATGGAAAGGATGTAGATGGTAAATTTAATGCAGAGTTAGTATCCGATAATCTTGATTATATGGTGAAATGTAAAACACATCAGTATATTATGCCTTATGCTATTTTAGGTAGTATATTATTATATGCTGGTTTACGAAGAGGGTTCCGTTTATAAATTCTCAACTTTAACTTATTTATAATTTATAATTATAAATTATAAATAAAAATAGTATTAGTATTATCATAATAATTGACATAAAATTAATTTCATGTGTACCATCCCATCAAGTTCAAACTTTTTTCATAATAATGTTGAAAATTTATGGATCGTCATATTATCTATATCTAAAATGTATATTCTTAATATTTACATTATTCTTTTAAGCTTATCATAAAATCTTCTGATCATGATTTTGTAATTATATATAAATTATAAAATTATATTTTACTATTCACTTACATGAACTACAAAATTATAAATTATATTACCCTTAAAAGAATAATGTAAATATTAAGAATATAAAATTTTGATATAGATAATACCGCATCATGTAATTTTCAACATTATTGTGGAAAAAGTTTGAATTTGATGGGATGGTATACATGAAATTAATTTTATGTCAATTATTATAGTAAAATTAATACTATTTTTATTTATAATTATTAATTATAAGTATTCTCTTTAAAATAATTTTATAACTTGTCATTATAAAATAATTTTATAACTTGTCATTCTAAAATAATTTTATAACTTGTCATTCTAAAATAATTTTATAACTTGTCATTCTAAAATAATTTTATAACTTGTCATTCTAAAATAATTTTATAACTATCTCTTCTAAAATTTTTTTAGAAGTTCATGTCATCTAATTTTTTTAAAATGCACGAATATAATATAAAAATGGTATAGATATTAATGTATTAATTCTTTATATTTTAATTTCATGGATAGCTATCCATGAAATTTTCAATGACCGTTAAAATATTTATCTTAAATATCTTTCATGTGTTGGTATACATAAAATAATATTTATATGTATTTAATCATGTAATATTAATACCATTTTTATAAGAGATTAAATTATAAATTTATAATTTAATATAATTAAAGAAGGAAATTCTAATCAAAATTTAGTAACTTCATATAATAATTATAATGTTTATATCCTCTATCCTTAGAATATTGAAGTAATTGAATAACTTTTTCTCTTGTTACCTCAAAAATATTATATGGAATTTCCGAGAGTAATGGATGTGTATTTAATGATTCATTCTTTAAACTTTTCAACCATAATACATAAAGACCATTATCCAATCCTAAATATAGATCCTCATTAGATAAATTATCTGCTTCTTCCTTTATACCTTGTTCTAAAATAGCAATAAATTGCACTCCATATAACATACACATTTCTTCATCTAACTTTGGTTTCTCTAATAATTCAATGGTGGGTAATTCCATACCTTCAATAGGCTCCATTAACATAGCAAATACCTTCATAGAACACATCTTTTATTGTTATCTCTAAGTTAAAACCGACATTTTATATAAAAATCAATTTTATAAAATATATATAAGATAACAATAAATGGAAATGTTCATTAATGAACTACAAGAATTAAACATAACAATAGAATATCTAAAGAATATTATAATAGAGATAAATGGAATAATATCAGGTTCGTTTCCCATTGCATGTATCACCAATAATATTAATGACTATAACGATATCGATATATTTCATAACCATAAAAATATCAAAGAGATGTCCTTTATTCAAAGCGAAACAAAAGAATACAATAATGTATATTCATTCTGCATACAAAATGAAGGAATATGCAATAAAGTGTGGATACGGAAATTAAGAAAACGAAATAATAAACCAATTAAAATATCATTTACATACGTTGATGTGGATCCTAAATTATATATAAAAAAATTCTTATTAGATTTAAATACCTGCTATATAAATGTCGATGATGATTGGAAATGGAATATATCTCAAACTGTAAATATAAAAGATAAAGTATGTCATATTAATAATTCATACTATCATACAAATTATAATGAAATACAATATATAGTAAAACATTATAATATGTTGGTAGAAATGTCAACATATAATATAAATATATTATGTAATTTATATAAAGATAAGGATAAAATAATATATAAGGATAAAGAAATATATAAGGATAAAGAAATAAATAAAATAGAAATTCTTGGGAATCTTACAGGATATATTATATTTGAGGACAATACTACCGAAGATATTTCTACGAACAATCTTTCCATTATAATACCCTTACTACATAAATATTATAACAACACACCATTATTAATAGATAATAATTATCATGATTTTATTTATAGAATATTAAAATATATGAATAGAGGATGGACAATAGATAATTTAAATATTTATATCAAATAATATAAAGATGAAAAATATAGAAAGCAAAAACAATAAATTAAATAAACTATCTTACTATTTAGTTCACAGTTTTATTATTTTTAATATATATAACTATATACGATTTGGAATGGCAGATGTCTATCCACAATTACAAACATCCATTATTTATGGTGTAAATTCAGACTTTACGGAAAGAATAACTAATGGACAATATTGCGATACACCATCATCATGTATTACAGAAATGTGTCAAATATATAATTCTGATTTTAGGGTAGGGCATATTGTTATAGACTTCTTATCTCCTGAAATTAATATAGATAGTTGTTATCCTTCATATTTGGAGACAATCATAAATTCAGAAATTATATTGCAATGTGTAATAGTATTTATTATTTATTTAACATTAATATTAAGCAGATCTTTATTATATAAATTTTGTTCTTGTGAATCCCTTGTCTTTATCATATTCTTCCTAGAAAAAATTATATTATTTAGTATACTATTTTTATTACCATATATTGATATTCTTTCTTATGGATTATTCATAGTAATGTCCATTGGATTTTCGATAATAGAATTATTTTTATTATTTGAAGAAACTGGTAATACTTTATAATTTGTATATTTTGATTTAACTAAGCTTAAGTTATATATTGAGAAAAATTTTCTATATACCAACCTCTATTAATATACTTTAACACTCTAGATACAAATTTATAAGCTCTATATTCTAGGTAATATTTAGATATAGTATATGTTATATCAGCATTATCTAACTTTACGAGATCACGGATGCCAATTATACAATTTACTATTGTCTGTATAATGGATAAGGGAATTATAGCTTGGTATCTCATATTTCGTTCGATAAAAGAAGTACCGTTTGATAGACTGATTAATTTATCACATGTTGGACTAGTTGTTATATTAACTATATTACAATCCGTATCCTTATATTTTAAATATGGAATCTCCGTATAATATTTATATAAATAATGATAGTCACTGCTTAAATTATTTAGGGATTTGACTTCACAGGCAATATTATAACATCTTATGATAAGATCATATGTTATTTCATATCCATATTTAAATCCTTCGTATATATCTATGTAATAATGATTATTATTATTGATGATGGTAAGTGGAAGATTATAATTTAATATATAATTGGAAATATTATATTTATTTATATTAGTCCACCAATTCCAGATCCATTCTCCATTTTTGTAGGTTATATATGATTTAGTAATATCAAAATCTGCATTTTGTATAAAGGTTAATGGATTAACCTTTACATCAATAAAGGTTATTTTAATATTGTAGGAATCAGACTTTCTTTGTAAAACTTTATATCTAAAATAATTGGCACATTCGTCATTTTGTGATTTAAATTGTGCTGGTTCAATTAATCCGTCATAATTATTTTTATTATTTCTACAATTTTCAAACAATCTAAATATATGTTGATCATGATTATTACTATTATGATATATGTCAATATCATTGTAAGAATATGTATCGTTAAATAGGCATGCGAGAGGAAATGACCCTGCAATAACAGATCCAGACTCTTCTAGGAATTTTCCAAATAATTCTAAATTCAATCCTAAATCTTCAATGGAATCATTGAAAAATATTTGAATTCTATCATATAATATAGAATTAATGATATCTTTTGGTAATAATGACATGATTCATAATATAAATATATAATTTATTTAATAATCAATTTGGTAAATAAATTATAGTTCATATAAAAAAATTATTAAGTTACATAATGTATTCTAATGGTTATGGAATGATAATACCAACTAATCCTGGTTCTAGATCTGCTGTAAACAATGTTGCGTGGGTATCTGCCTCCTCACTAAATCGTATACCTTCTGGAAATTTGTATAACCTTTCATCATTGCAACAATATAATAACCCACAATTTCCAGTTAATAGAAGATTACAGTCTAGGTCACGTTCCCCATCTCCAGTTAATAGAAGATCTCGGTCCAGATCACGTTCCCCATCTCCAGTTAACAGATCTCCTAAGTCCCCTCGTTCTATTAATAGAAGATCGCGTTCTCCGGTTAATAGATCTCCTAAGTCCCCTCGTTCTATTAATAATAGATCTCCTAAATCCCCTCGTTCTATTAATAGAAGATCGCGTTCTCCAGTTAACAGATCTCCCAAGTCCCCTCGTTCTATTAATAGAAGATCACGTTCTCCAGTTAATAGATCTCCTAAGTCCCCTCGTTCTATTAATAATAGATTTTCAGATGTAGGTTCCAGACCATTCAGTCCCATCAATAACCTATCAAATCCAGAACAAGTTGATCCTTTATACAATAAAAATTTAAGCCAACTGTTAGAATCATTAAGACTTGATAACTAAAATATATCTTAATGTTTTAATATTAATATCATAATTACCAAGATTTATTTTGGTAATTCTTTTTAATATTATATAGTTACATACAATATCTTATAATAATTATATATAAATGTAAATTTATGGTATATAATTATTTCTTACTATAGGATTAGGATTTAGGATATTTATTAAGCTAACTACAGCATCAATATGATTTTCTAAACCATATCGAATCATAGTATCACGACATCCCTTTGTTCTCTCCTTGATTGGCTGTAACCATGGATATGTAGTATCTTCCGTATCTACCTCCTCTTCCATACCCAATAATTCAAAACTTGATCCTCCTTTAAATATCTTTCGACATTCCTCATATTGTAATTGTTCAATCTTAAGAGCACTAACCCCCTTCATATTATCAATGTTATATTCATAGGATCTCATATATTCCATAATGTTAACTGGACCACATCCTCTCAATCTTTCATTATAATCACATCCACTAAATATACATAAATCTATAAATTGATTCATATTGATACCCATAACAGACAAAATTTGTGGTAAACTAAATGCATCCATAGCATAATAATATTCACCCTTCTCCGTATCATATTTTCTCATTCCCATGTCTCTTATAAGCAATGGACATCCAAAAGCAAGGTTATCACTGTCGTTACTATATACTGCATTTACAAGATGTTCCCGACATAATCTACTACATAAATCCTCTGCCTCCCCCTTAGATTGAATATATGGTATACCCAAAGCATAAAGAATATCTTTAACTATAGTGATTTCCTTATGGGTAATTCCTATTTTCTGATTTAAGACACTTTGTAATTTCTTTACTTGATCAGGGGTAGCCCATTGTACATTTTCTAATTCCTTAATTAATTCTTGGTGGGTAGTTTCCAATTTTTCTTTTCTCTCTTTTCTTTTCTGTAACTCCTTCTCTATTTTTAATCTATGGGGCTTACCATCAAAAACAAAAACAGGGGTAATTCCGTAATGTAAAAAGTTATTAATTAACCCAATCATAGATTGAAGGAATGCTCGTAAAATTTGATCATAGTCAACTTGATCGTGGACAACATTGGTTCTCTTTATAACTTGACTACTTTGCACTTTATAATGGCGATACATAAGATTATTAGTGTCTACTGCTATCCTTAATCCTTTAAATAATCTAATATCGATGGTTAAACCACAAACTTGAGGAAATGATTTCTTAAATATTTTAGTTAGACAATCGATTCCCATTGCAATAAACTTTTTATAAAGGAAAAATAGTTAATTAAGATTATTTTTTTCTGTGGACTCTTTCAAATTGAAATAAAAAACTCACAAAGAAAAGAGCTTTAATTAATAAAAAGACACACATACGAAAATCATGAATACGGAGACGGAGAAAAGTACAACAGGGGATCGCCGGATAATAATTCTTCGAGCTGACGATACTAGATTGGAATATACGGATACCCCCAAAAAACGTGATTCTGATTTATTAAATGAAAGAATAAATACTATACAAAATGCATGCAGGGAACTCTTTCAAAGAATAGAACAACTGGAAAACAAGTTCTTAGATCATAATTCCCAATTAGAAAGCATTAAGAAGACGATTAAGATATTAGATGAAGAAATTGTTGACATAAAAAAAGACTCTGATTAAATAAAAGCTCATGTTAAAGATATTCTATGACAGTTCTTTTGAACTCAAAAATATATATATGTCCGGAACTCCAGAATCATTAACTCGAGCAGGAAGATTTACTATAGCAGACGTTGATACCTTTTCTGAGGATTATGATTTACCTAATACCGTTGATATCTCCTCCATCTCCATAACCTCAGGAAATAATTCCCTTCCATTTTCCATTAAAACTAATTCTTCGCAAATGAAATTTGGTACAGATGTTAAAATTCAAACCACTGAAGGTGTATATGATGGAAAATTTATATCCAGAAATGATGGATTAACCTCTATGTTCATAGATGATAGAATAATATCATTTAATAATAAAGATGTAATAACTATTAGTTATCCATTTTCTAGATTATATAATAATGTCATAAACATACAATATGATAATAAACAAGATGTAAATATTTCCTATACATTTAATGATTTATATTGGTATCCTATACATCATTTATATATATCAACTCTAACAAAAATTCCCACTCTTACTTATAGAACATATGCCATTATTGTCAATAATACCGATGATAATATTTATTCAGATTACACGATATTGACGGCAGGTAGGAATAATGAGACTAGAAATCCATCATATATTATGAAAGCACAAGCTATGGTAGCAGAAACAGCATCATTCTCCTTACCAACAAATGATGCTATTTCTGCTACCGAAAGTTCAGATATAATACAATTTTATTTGGAGAAACAAAAGATAGATATAAATGGTAATTCTCGTATAAATATACCAATTAATAATGATACTCCATCAGTGGAATATTCTCATGCCATGGTAATTGATCTATATGATACTCCTAATATAAACAATACCTATATATTTGTTAATCCAAAGACGAATGTAAGTGGTCCTGTTTATGTTTATAGAGATAGTCAGTATATATCTAAAAGTTATCTTAAAGAGCAAAGAGAGGGAAGTAAAATATATTTATCTTTGGGAGAAAGTTCGGCATTACGTATCGATGATTATGTATATACTAGAAAGAATGTTATAGATAAATCTCCTGTTGAACAAGATAGTGAATCTATCCATGAGAAAAGATTAGTGGAAATTAATGTATCAGGTACTATAATTAATGCAGCCGGCCAAGATTATAAGGTTATATTAGAACATAATTTAGAAAGGGGAAAAGAAACAAATGTTAAGCTTGATAATCTTGAATTTTTAGGATATAGAGAAGGTAAAATACAATTTTTATTACTTACATATGGAAAATTTTCTCTTAACTTTATACTATCTCTGTAAATCATAATATAATTATATATATTATAATTATATAATACATAATTATCTTTCTTCTTCATTTTGTAGAACGAAGTGGTAACACAATTATAATTTATCTTATCTTATCTTATTTTATAGATTATATTTTATAGAAGATAAGACAAGATAAATTATAATTTATATAATAATAGTTATAAGGAATAATATGGGGATAAAATAGTAATTCATGTCATCATGGACGACATGAAGCCATACATATATGGTACTAATATTACCTATATAAATTCATAGTATTTTAATTTCATGGGATAGTATACACGACGGGTCCAAGACAAAATTATATCATATAATTTAATTTAATAGTTAAAATATTATGAATTTATATAGATAATATTAGTACCATATATGTATGGCTTCATGTCGTCCATAATAACATGAAGTACCGTTTTCTGTATTATATTATATAATATAATATATAATTATATAATTACAACTTTATAATCTATATAATGTAGTAAGATACTCTATAATTTATAAAATAATTACAACTTTATAATCTATATAATCTAGTAAGATACTCTATAATTTATAAAATAATTATATAATGTATAATGCACAAAGATAATTATATAATCTATAAAATAATCATAATATATAATCTATAAAGATAAACTATAATTCATAAAATAAATATATAATGTATAATCTATAAAGATAAACTATAATCCATAAAATAAATTACAATTATATTATAATTGTAATGTTAGTTAATATCTTGATATGCAACATCTACTTAATACTTTGTATATCTTCAAATTCATCATCGGAAGACTCTGAGTCCGTCAAATCCACATCATTAATATCATAAAATCTATACTCCAGACATAATTTAACCCAATCTGTCATCGTCTTACCTTCCTTCCTCTCCTTCTTTCTATGATCCTTAATCTTTCTTATCATCTCATCTTTTCTCTTCTTATATGCAATTTTCTCCTCCTCCTTCTTCTTCCTCTTCTCTTCATCCTTCGCCTTCTTCTTACTTTCATAATTGCCATCCATTACACCCCATGACATCAACGGTCTAATAATTCCTTCTTCTGAATCTACCATAGTTCCAACAAACCCAGCGGTAAATGTCTTGTCTTTTCCATTTAAAGTAAAGGGGACAGTACAAATTCCTCCCTTGAAATCTTCTAGTTGCATACTAAATGTATCCTCCTTAAAATCGTCTAATGTCCATTTTTCCTTCGCATTGAAATTTTGAGATCCTCCAGCATAGGGGAAGAAAGCACAAATCCATCCTGAGAATCTACTCCATCCTGATCCAGATTCATAATTACATATCTTCTTCCAAAACTCCTTATTTGGATTTCCTTCTGCTGCCTTAACAAATTCATCTAATATACATGACAATACATTGTGCCACCATTCCATTTTATATTCAACAACCTTATCAAACTTACTTCTCACTTTCTTCCAATCTTCAACAGTTCCTAGCAAAATAACCTTAGGAATACCACACATAGCGCATGAGTTATACGTGAAGTATTCCTTCATAGCATACATAAGAACAATTTGAGATGCTGTCTTTTCCACTATTCCAGTAGTCGAGAAATTACATTCTAAGACATCCCTAACATCACCTTTAGTATTCTTCTCAATCTCAACACTAAACCCATTGACCACCGTTTCCCAAAAGTTAGGAACATTGCTGTCTACCATAACATTTAATTCTTTTTGTCCTTGATGTTCAACAAAGATATCTCGTAATTCTTCAGCATTTTTAACAACATGTTCGCCAATACTTTGAGCAATAGTTAGCCAAATATCATCAGGAGATAACATAAGTACATGATGATTATTCCATGCAGAATAAATAGCATCTACTAAAGGATGAATGTCATCATAGTTACCTAAGCACTTAAATCCAGGAAGTAAATTAGAAGTAACATACTCGCATTCAAATGTACCTGCGGAGCTAGAATATCCTTGCTTACCCTGAGATGAATTTAATTTCTTGGACATTAATTTGTCGACGGTATCTCCATTTCCTCCAAACTTTTCAACTTTAACATTACAAACATTAAAAGATGCATGAGGAATATTTTCCAAGTATTTGGAGGCCATTGTATATTGATATCTTTATAATAGATAACTATTCTTTTAATGAAAATCAATTAGTTGTAATAATTTATTATATTCAAATTGTTGGTATATATATATATATAATTATGAGATTAGGACAGAGATAATACATTATGGGGTGGAAGATAAAATTTTTCCTAACTTTATATTGTCCTTATAATAAAAGATAGAATATAAATGGGGAATGCAGCGTTAGCGATTTCCATTATTACATTAATAATAGTAATAATATTTATAATATTAATAATATTGTTTAGAAATGTGCTTAGAGGACCACAAGGTGAACAGGGAGAACAAGGCAATCCCGGAAGCCAGGGAATACCAGGTCCACCTGGAGAATCTATTGTCGGTCCTCAAGGCCCACCTGGTGCTTCCGCCTTACCATCAAATCCACAACCCTTATCCGTAAGTCCAGAAACTGGATCTTTAAGGTTGGAGCCAGGACAAACAATACCTGTGGCATTACCATTTGGTGATAATCCAGTAGTAAACTTTGATCTTGGGGAATTATATTTTGAACAAACTGGTATAATAGGAGTGAATGAATCCGGATACTATCAATTGAACGTTAGATTATTATTTTCTGGAAATGGAGGAGAAAGTATAGTTATATCATTGGAAGTAAATCGATCCAATTCTGATGTATTAAATATAAATAATCTTTATACATTTACTGTAGATAATACTGTTCATATATCAGAATTCACAAAATTATTACAATTAAATGCAGGAGATAATATACGTTTAATGATGAGAAATCCAAGTGGTAATCTTGTAGATTTACAATATGCGGATTCCTCTATATCAATGCTAAGATTAGCATAATTCATTCTATATATTTATATATATATATAATGTTATTTAACTATATTGGCTAGTATAAAATCGCGAAGATAGGTAAGATTATTTCCAAGATTATAGGAGGTATTAAATAGTCCAATCTGGAATAATTGATAAATATTGGAAGTGGAAATAGATGATATAATTTGGTTATACATACCATTTTTATATAAAAATGTTTGAAACTCCCATAATGCTTGACTTGAAATATATTGTTCTGCATATATATTAAAAATATTTCTATTAATATTTTTTTGTATCGTTTCCATATTTAGATAAGCATTTACAACTTCCCAATTATTTGAATTTATAGCCATATAAAATATCTTATCTCTTATTAAAACGTTTATTTGTGAAATATTTATCATCTCACCTCCCAATACCCCAATAATATCCTGTAATTTAAAATTTATAAGTTCATTCCTATATGTATTTATAGTATTTGGTATATTGTTATATAAGTTAATTTTATTTTTATATCTTTCTTTTAAAATATTGCTATGCTCAGTAATAACATATTCTATCATATAAGTGTTTGATAAATTCCAAAAATCTCCATATTTATCATATAAAATGGATGGATACTTACTATATAAAAGATTTATTATATCATTAGAATAATTAATATTACTGGCATCATTGGGATCACAATATAATAAATATGATGATCTTACTTTTATAAAATTATTTTCATCATCTCCAGTAACATAATTGTATTCTTTATAATTATTTAGTAAGTCAGGTATTGCTTTACCAACATTTAATAAGTTATACATTTCTTTCTTTGCATATGATATGGTTAACTTTAGCACTTCTCTTCTTATAATAGCTTTATCTAAATTATTATGTGTTGATAATAAATGTGTATAGGTATCGTAAATGTCTATATCTGGTTCTTGTAATTGCATCATTCTTTCTATAAGATTTAGGAAGTGACTATTATTGCTAAATATAAGAAAATTTATTACATTAATAAATATATTCTTTTTAGGATATAAAAATATTATAATATTCATTATTAATTTAATATTTTCAGAATATAAGACTGGAAAATTTCCAATATAATTTTGTATTATAAATTCTTTAAATATGGATGTATTAATATAATTTTGTACTATGGGATCATTGTCTGTATACAAATAATATGGATGTATATTTATATTTATTATTAAATTAAGTATTTTATCCATAGGAAGATTATAAAATGGTTTATAATCAGACAAAAACCGTTTAACATATATTTGTTTAGTTTCTGGATTAGAGCACAAAATTTCTTTGTATTCCTTTCCTAAAGATGTACAAAATTTTGCTGCTGTTTTCCAATCAGCATTTTCTAATAATCTCCTATAAATATCGAACCCAATATTATTGATTGACATTTCTTTATAGTATAATATATTTTATTCGTATCAATTATTATTAATATCTATACTATATTTATATTATTTGATATGTTTATCAGATAGTATAATGTTATTATATAGTTATATAATTATTAGACATTACAAAGTTATTCCATAGTTATAAAATAAAATCATAAAAGAGATTATATAGTTATTCCATAGTTATATAATTATAATAGTAATTAAGAAATAATATTTTGTGGCGTGATGGAAATACCACATTTATAAATGATATTTTCATCTATTATATCTCTAAGATGAGATAAAAATGTAAAGATGTAAAGATGTATTGTAATAAGATTTTAATATCACATAATTATTACTTAATCTAATATTAATAGTTTATAATTCCATTCTATAAACCAATCGAAGATGGGGCGAAGCACTTGCTATTAATAATAGCAAATCTTTAGCACTTGCCATCATATGATGACAAGCTCCACTTTATAATCCCATCCTATAACTTATATAATTCTTTTCTAATAATTGAATTAAAGAATATAAATATAGTATTGATGCTAATACTCTAATAATAAAGTATTTTTATTTCGTAGGGTACTACCCATCAACTAATCTACGTTGGTTCTGCAAAATATTATGGTTTTGGTTGATGGGTAGTACCCTACGAAATAAAAATACTTTATTATTAGAGTATTAGCATCAATACTATATTTATATTCTTTAATTCAATTATTAGAAAAGAAGTCACCAAGCGTAAAGTTTATAATGTAGTTATGTGAGATTATAAAGTAAAGCTTGCCATCATATGATGGGAAGTGCTCCGCCCCATCTTCGATTGGGTTATAGAACAGGATTATAAGAGATTATAAGAGATTATATAAGTTACAGAACATAATTATAAGAGATTATATAATTATAAGAGATTATAAAGTTATAAAATATAATTATAAGAGATTATAAAGTTACAGAATATAATTATAAGAGATTATATAAGTTACAGAATATAATTATAAGAGATTATATAAGTTACAGAATATAATTATAAGAGATTATATAAGTTACAGAATATAATTATAAGAGATTATAAAGTTACGGAATATAATTATAAGAAATTATAATATTATTTTTCATGTGTATCACCCTATTGGATCAATTATTTACATCATAATATATGTATCTTCAATATCATTTTTATCTTATATTTTTCATTTATATCATTTTCTCTTCTTATATTTTTATAATCCATCATAAATTATTTCTTAAAAAAATAATTTCTCTTATATAAGAGAATGTTATCGCATTGTATATAATGTGATTATAATACATCATATCTAATTGTATAGAATAATAGTGATTATAAAGGTAATAATAAACTATGTATTAATTTATAATCACTATTATTCTATACAATTAGATAGAGTTGATTCGTGAAATATCAAAGCGGAAATAAAATGAACTTATTCCCTTCTCAGCATCTTATAAAATATTGAGGTTATACCCATATTATTATATTTATCATACATACAAAGATAGTATAGATATTAAGGATAATTTATATAATATAATTCTCACCATCTAACGAATGAAATTGCACTTTTGGAGATTTGAGGAGGAGCAAATGTTATCAAGACAAAAATTTTTTAGTCGTGACATTTATTTTCCCTTCATCGTTTCTAACTTCGTCGTTTTCATATTACACAATGTTAATAATTTACATATTTATGGCATTCATATTAGCACTATTTATTGTATATCTATAAGATAGATATATAATATACCAACATATATACTATTAGACTTTATAATCTATAACCCTATTATATAATCTATAAGATAATTATATAATCTATAAGTTATTATATAATCTATAAGATAATTATATAATCTATAAGATAATTATATAATCTATAAGATAATTATATAATCTATAAGATAATTATATAATCTATAAGATAATTATATAATCTATAAGTTATTATATAATCTATAAGTTATTATATAATCTATAAGTTATTATATAATATATAATTTATAAGTTATTATATAATCTATAAGATAATTATATAATTTATAAGTTATTATATAATCTATAAGTTATTATATAATATATAAGACAATTATACATTTAATAAATTATATTCTTTCAACCAAGAAAATATGGGTCGAGAACAATGTATACTTAATTCATTACCATCATTAAACGAATATACATCAAGGAAAAGATCTACATTCCATATAAAATTTTTTTCGTGAATCCATTGTAACACTCGAACGCTATTACTTATAGGCGCATCCATAAAACACCATTCATCTCCTAAAAAATCTTCTCTATATAGTAATTCCATCATCTCCAAGTTTCCCACTTTAATGGATTCCCTAAATAAGTTAATTTGTTTATCCCCAATCTCATTCTTCAACTTCTCATATAACCATCGCACAATATGCATATGATCATTCCTAATGGCCTTCATTAAGGATGACGTCCCATATTGACAACCATTGCTAATTAACCACTTTAAATCATCTATGTTACCATTAGCGACAACATTATTAAAAACATTCTTACCCAATTTAAAATCTAACTTATTAATCCAATCCATATTCTCCTTAATCCATCCTATATTGATAAATCTATCCTTCGCAGCAAACCTCCCAAAATTAAAACTATGAATTTTTATATCAGCATCTGGGAATAATATTAATAAGTATTTTATCAAGTCTATTCTTGCATTCGAAATTGCATGACCAAACATATTATTTATAGTTTTTATATCAATATTCTTATCATTATTTTCAAGAAACCATTCTATGATGTGTATATGTCCAAATTCACATGCATATTCCATGGAACTACTATAATCATAAGGACATCCAACGGATATTAACCATTTAATATTCTCTAAATTTCCATATTTTACTGCATTCACGAACACATTATTATCTGCCAACTCACACCCAACTGCACTCATCCATTTCATAACCTCTAGATTACCAGATAAAGAAGCATGTGGGAATATCCAATAAATAGGAGTTTTTTCTTTGCTAACTTCATAAATGTATTTTATAATATTTAAATTTCCTCTTTTAACTGCAACATTCATTATTTGTTGATAATAAGTAATTATATCAATCCCAATATTAACCAACCATTTTATTCTTTCAATATTCCCACCTTTAATCGCATATGCATATAAAAGTTCTGGTTTTATTATATATTTATATGATGGACTTGTGACTATTGGCCAGTATAGCTCAATAATTTCCTCATTGTTATATTTTAATGCTGTATAAATAATATAAGGTGATATTGAAGATGGAATAATATATTGAAATGTTTTATTATTTCCATTTCTTATTAATGTTATAAGACTAATTATCTTATGATATCTATTGTTATATTTTTTATTTATTAACCTTAATACATTTCTTTCAGTCTTAGTTAAGAATTTATTTATTATATATTCAAATACGTCTTCGGTAATAATATTCATCTTCAATCATTACATATAATTCTCATATTTAGAATCATTTTTGTTTTATCTAATTATTAGATATTATATTAAATAATATATTCTTATCCGTAGCAGTCTCCTCTATATTTCTATTTTCCAATATTAATTTATAATATGCATATGGTACAGCTTTTGGATCATATTTACATAAAACAAAAACATCATAAGCGAATGGATCAAAAGTTACATAATAGCCATCGAAATGAGTACTATCTTTCCATATACCACTTCCTTCACTATCCATTAACATATTTCTATAAGAATCTCCAGGAATATTGGTAAAATTCCAGTCATCCCAAGAATAATGTCCCACTATCTTATCAAAATTTGCAAATTCTTTTAACTTCATCTTATTTATTTCTTCATATGTAATATTACTAGGTACTTTAACAATTATAGCCGTAGATTTGCCACATTCTCTATCTTTGTCATTATCATCATCATTATATATTTCTTCTTCGTCCACTAAATCATTCTTATCGAAGAAATATAAACATTGGTCATTTTTTTGTATGAAACAGATGTAATCATGCACTCCCATTTATATTAGATCAAAAAAAATGATTTTATTGATCAATAAAATAAAGTAAAAAACAAAGATGAACGCAGTTAAATTATTCCAGGATATCGACCCTACCAATACCTACTTACAATTTGTTAAAAATTTTCTTGGAACTAAGGATTCCTCCTCGGTAGGTAATAGAAACTTATTATATGTACATGGAAATGGTAATAATGGAAGAAGCACATTGTTTACCAATATAAGAAATGCATTTGAGAACGAGGTTTGGACATATGATACTAATAAAATTAGTTTAAAGGATGTGGAGAAGTTTTTACAGGTGCACAATACCAAGCTTCTAAGATTTTGTGATTATAATGATTTTAGAGGGGAGTATGTATTAGAATTAGAAAAGATTGCAAACAAATACCCAGATGTTGGATTTATTGTAGAGAGTAACGTTGCAGTCCCTGAAGGGTTTTCTGGGTTGGTATTGAAGTGCGTTAATAGTTTTACTAATACTCGACAGTTGGTAACTGTGGATCGGGAATCCATGTTGCAGTTAGTAAAATAATAATTTATAAATTATATTCCATAGTGAAAATGGAATATAAATTATATTCCATAGTGAAAATGGAATATAACGATTTGAATATTTTAGATTTACCGGATGAATCTTTACTTAATATAATGTTATATACAGATTACAATAACTTATTAAGATTATGTAATTCTAATTCTAGAACTAGGAGTTTATGTGAAGATAATAAGTTTTGGAGAGATAAGTTTTTGTTAGATTTCCCAGAGATTAAACCACCATTTAATACCGATATTAATAATAAAGAAGCAGATTGGAAAGATTTATACAAAGAAATAATGGATACAAACTATCCAATTAATATTTATGTTAAAAGTGGGGATGAGATAACAGAAGGAGAAATAAATACTTCACATTTGTACTCTACTTCTAATTTTTATCTAAGACAGATAATACCATATACCACGGATAATTACATTGCCTTCTTTCTGGTTAGAAGATCTGATAGAACGACCGGAGAGGAACTTTCCATATTGAATTATGTGATCATAGATGATGTTATATATAAGATAAGGGATGAAGCTGGGGTGGATGAAGTATATATAATTAATAATCCTGATAATAATATTATAAAATATTATAAGTCTGTTGCAAATGATTTAATGGAGATAGGAGAAGATAAAAATAATATGGTGGAGGATTTCCTAATGAAAATGTACAAAGATCCCATTACAAGGTTAATAGCGAGAAGAAGAAATTCGGATCTATACAAGGCGGGAAAGACTGAATATATTAGACTATACTTAAAAGACATAGATGTGGAGACGATTTCCTTATTGACACCAATTTTTAGCTTACCTATTGAAGGTGAATCGATACTGGAAGATGTAAATATTCCAAATTATGAAGAATTTGATAGTATTGATTGAATTAATTAAAGTGGGGAACTACTTGGTATGTTATGATATCTGGATCATTATCTAGGTCTATTCTATGGAGACCATCTGGTATCCTAGCGCGAACAAACATGCCATTATCACTCTTAAGATTGAAATCGGAAACGATATGATATCCTTTAGCTTCCAAAAGTTTTATATCCCTAACTTCAAATAAACCATATCTTTGTCTTTCTAAAATCTCCTTTGTAGTCATCTTTATTATCTATATTATTATAAATTAACATCAATTTATAATTATATTATATAATCTGATTGTCTTATAGATTATAACTATATAAAGATAAATTTGGCATTGACAATATTGACTAAATATTATGTAAAAATGAATTCATGGGGTAGTATACATGACAAGAGACAAAGGAACATTGTAAATGGATGAAGTTAAAATAGTGTTACTTTCGATAATATTTCGTTTATATTTAATAGACTTATATTTACAAAGTCTTTTTATTTTTGTCATGTATACTACCCCATAAGTTCATTTTTACATAATATTTAGTCAATATTGTCAATGCCAAATTTATCTTTATATAATTATATAATCTATAATCCATTAAGTATAATCTATAAAGACAATTATATAATCTATAAAGATAATTATATAATCTATAAATCTATTATAATTTATAAAGTATAATCTATAAAGTATAAAGTATAATCTATAATCTATAATAATCTATAAAGTATAAAGTATAATCTATAATCTATAATAATCTATAATCTATAATAATCTATAAAGTATAATCTATAATCTATAATAATCTATAATTATCTATAATAATCTATAAATACAATTATATAATCTATAATTATCTATAAAGTATAATCTATAAGACAATTATATAATCTATAATTATCTATAAAGTATAATCTATAAGACAATTATATAATCTATAAGACAATTATATAATCTATAAAGTATAAAGTATAATCTATAAAGATAATTATATAATATATAATATATAAAGTATAATATATAATAATCTATAAAGATAATAATCTATAATAATCTATAAAGTATAATCTATAAGACAATTATATAATCTATAATTATCTATAAAGTATAATCTATAAGACAATTATATAATCTATAAGACAATTATATAATCTATAATTATCTATAAAGTATAATCTATAAGACAATTATATAATCTATAAGACAATTATATAATCTATAAAGTATAAAGTATAATCTATAAAGATAATTATATAATATATAATATATAAAGTATAATATATAATAATCTATAAAGATAATAATCTATAATAATCTATAAAGTATAATCTATAATAATCTATAAAGTATAATCTATAAGATAATTATATAATCTATAATACAATTATATAATCTATAAAGATAATTATATAATCTATAAAGATAATTATATAATCTATAAAGACAATTTATTCTATTACATCGTCAAACTTATATCAACATCTATTGCATACCATAATTTAGCAATTATCCCACCATAACCAACTCTAAACATTTCTCCAATCTCATCTCTAATACTAACATTGCATATTGTACATCCATGTTCCATACCTTTCTCTATCAATATTTTTATCTTCCCATCTCTTTCCAAACTATCTTGGTGGACATATAATTCACTTACTTCCCCTTCATCTAATAATTTTTTTATTTCCTTCAATCCATAAACAAACTTTGCATCTCCTAAGGTAACGGAATTAAAAACTTCTTCCAATATTATTCTTTCCTTTTCCACCTTATCACAATTTATTATATTATAAGCTTTATCCGTTAATTGTTTAATATTAAACTCGGAGATACTAACCTCTTGAATTATTATCTTCTTCAACACATCATTAAGATGTTCACATTTACAAATGCGAGTTCTAATATCTCCAATGCCTCCTATTATAATTCCCTTAACTTGACATTTTCCTTTTTCACCATCATACCAATTTTTATTCATCATACAACATATCTCCTTAACATATTGATTAATTTGTTCATCATGTATCATCATAAATCTATGTGAACTCTGACCTCCCTTTTTATGTCCCTTCTGTCTATGAATAGAAAATTTATTAATTAAGTTATAGCGTTGCCCGTTATAATCATACAAATGTGTTTCTTCCCCACTTATCATAACCAATCCATAATCTTCTTCTGTCTTATATAATTTAATTATTTCATCTACATGGAATACCTTATCACAATAATAACTGTTATATTTAATTGGATAAGGTGGTTCAAATATCTCTATTATAAATTCATCATTGGTATTTAGTCAACTATTATAACACCACCCAGCATATACAGCAAGACCATTAGGAATATCCTTATTATATCCTTTTAATCGTTCATTGATAGATTTTAATGCTTCAATAACATTTTTTCTGTTATTTTTATCTTTGATGTTTGAGGCGGTTGCTAATTCTTTAATTATTTTATTAGTGGAGAGTCAAATATTATAATTAGCTGAAATTATGAAAGACACTAATCCAGTTGATTGTCCCCTCATATCAGATAGTCATAGTAATTTTTCTTGGTCGGGTTGCATCTCGTTTCTTTTATATTATATTTTCTTTTAATCGATTTCAATTTGTTTATATTAATAATATAATGTATTATTAATCTTATATCAAAGTATAGTATATAATATTTTCATCATTTATATATTTTATATGTTAAAAGATAATTATTGAATGGGAAATGAAGATAATATTATAATCATGTAGGTATGTCAACTTATCATTATTATATAATAAGATATATAATAATAATTATATATTTAAATATAATAACTTATATTTAAACATTATAATATTGAGGGATCAATATTTATATTGATGATATAATTGTAATACGTAGACAAAAGAGACATGGAGAAGTTTGAAATGTCAGGATTAAGATCCTTACCAGATGATATTTTAATATCAGAAGTATTACCAAATATACAATTGGATATATTGGACCATTTATGTAAGTGCGATAAACGATTTGTTCAATTATGTGAATGTGATACCTTATGGTATCAACGAATAAAGAAAGAATATCCTTCTAGGTTAATAAAAAAGACTTCAACTATCAGCCATAAAGATTATTATCTTCATTTATATAAATCTGATATATATCCAGTATATGTGAATGGCGATATAGTTGATTATATTAGATTAATGGAGGATAATGGATACACAAGTTTAAAAGATAGAGAATATGATAATGTACATGTTATATTATTAGATGGAGCATATGATTATTCTATATACTATCAAATATGGAATGGAGAGAAAATGATGGAGAAACTTAACGGAGAGAATGAAGGATTACAGCTAGGAAAATTAAAAGTATCTGGTATATTAATACTTAATATAAATGAGGTCAATAAAGTTGATCTTCTTAATAATATGATAACACATCATATCTTATCGCATAAATCTTCAATTCCATTGTATATAATAAAATGGGAACATTTAAAAAGTGAGAGATTATTTGATTTAAGAAGGAGAAATAGTACTAATATATCAGATTCTCTTAAGATAGAAGAATTACATCCTATAAATTTAATAGAGATGATAAATTTTTCTTCTAATATATTATATGGATATGATATAGTTAGATATAAATTATATAGGGATAACTCTCTAAATACAAACGAATTATATTATTTTGATGGAACACAATTAGTACATATACCATCCATAAAATTAACAAATATCTTAAAAAATTTAATTATTCATATAGGACATCATCATTATATATAATAATTTAATAATATCTACCATTTTATAGATCAAAGATTTTCCGACCTTTTCTTTAAATGTAGTTGTTCCATCATTTCAACTTTGGTTAATCTATATCCTTTATTTCTTTCTATTATATTTCCTGGTCCATAGACAACAGATATATGACTTAGTGAGCCAGAATGAATTGTTCTAGTTAGGCACTCTACATTCTTTCTTTTATGATAGTATAAAGAAGAGGAATATGGCTATAATTAGGATATGTATAGATTACTTTGTCTTCCATGTTATATTTATAAAATATAAATATAACATCAAATTTTAACTTATAAGATAAAATATCAAATGTCACATTCTGATATAATGAGAACGAAGATGATACCGATAAGATTTATTGGGGATTATAGAAGTAATGCCAATGATATAATATGTATGTCTGAATGTATTGTGGAGGACTTTTCTGCATATGTATTGGAACATGATAAAGATTATTATGTAGATTCGGTAATATGTAATATAGAAGTTCCTAATTTTGGAAATTCATCATTAGTTCCCTGTTATTATGGATTATATATAAGAATTTGTAGTTTGGTAAAGGTTAATAAGAAAGAATTAGATGGGTTTATTATGAAATATATGGAAGATAGAAGTGGATTTGATACATCTGGAATTTTTTGTATAGATTATGTCAAGAGATTGGGGAATTCATTTACGTTGGTGGAGAACATTGAGGATATGTCATATAATATAAAGAAGATAATAGATAAGAATAAGATTATGACGGAAGATGAGAGAGAGAGGAGATTAAGTAAGATGAAATTATTAAAGAAGAATAAGACAGAGCAAAGATTTGATGAATATATTAAACAATTGAATTCTATATCGACTACATATTTATATAGTCCTAGGAATTCTGTGCCATGTAATAATCATGAATAATATAGATCATAATTGTACAAAATATGATAACTCTATTATAATTAAAATATAAATTGTTAGCTATTGTATAATTATATATTTACTTTATATTATAATAAATAATACAAGAATAGAATTGATATTGAATGATGCTATATAAAGATATATATTTGTTATTTGATGGTCATATCGGAATGTTCATGGGGTGGTATACATGGATAAGAAAATAACATATTTTAAGTATCTAAAATTAATACCATTTTTTCTTTTATTTGTAAACATAAAAAGAAAAATCCAAGGATGATAAATTATATAATTACTTATAGATTATATAATAGTTATGTGTAATATTTATGTATTATATTATATTTATAGATTATAGATTATATAATAGTTATAAATTATAGATTATATAATAGTTATGTATAATATAATATTTATAGATTATAGATTATAATATTTATAGATTATAGATTATATAATAGTTATAGATTATATATCCATAATATAGATATATAAAAATAGTATTAAGTATGTAGTAAAAATATATAAATGAATATGATTAGAAAATATAGAAGTTGGAGAATGATGAAGGGAAAATAAAAGGGACAGACTAAAAAATTTTGTCCTAACACATTTATTCTTCTTTAAATCCTCAAAATCTTCATTTCTTCTGATTTGTAACAATAATAAAAAAGCGTAAGTATGTATTAAGATGTATAATATTTTTATTCATAATATAATATTAATATAATAAACATACATTTAATATGATAAACTATTTAAGTTAAAACGTATTTTGGAGAATGAAATGGCGAGTTTGGAAATTTGGGAAGGAATAAATTAGTTGGTCCCTTTATTTTTCCAATCATCGTCCTTTAGTTAATATTTCATAATTTTTAAATTATAATAATGATATATATGTATCGTATCTTAATAACAATTTTAATTAAAAATAGAAATCATATTTTATAACAAAAAAGACGATACATTTATAAGAGTATTTTGAATTGATGTACACCTAAGAGCAATGTTCTCTTATATTAATATAATTATTATATTATGGAATAAAATAAATTACAGTTTTAGTTTATATAGAATGTTAGATGGAATAAGATTAATAATATATTATGATTATATCTACAACACAAATGAACTATATAACAAAAAATTATAATCTATTCTTAGAGTTAGTTTTATAATTATAATCTATTCTTAGAGTTAGTTTTATAATTATACAATTATATAATTATAATCTATTCTTAGAATTAGTCTTATAATTATACAATTATATAATTATATAATTGTATCGTAATAAGTTGCGTAACTAATAAATAAAAGATAAATAGGACATTAACAATATAGACTAAATGTTGTATAAAAATATAGTTATAGGGTAGTACACATCAAATAAAAAGATAAAATTACGAAAGATCAGGAGTAAAACACAATTTGTTAATTATAATCTATATGTTGACTACATAATCCATAAGACAATTTATTCTATTTCTATCTTACAATATCTATCACATATCACTATAACCAAGTTTAAATATTTCTCTACATTCTCTTCCATTTGAATATAGGATTTAACCATGTTATGATGTTCTTTTAAAAATGTTGAAATTTTTGTGTGCCATTGAAGATACAAGAAAATTATTTTCTATATCATTATGTTCTTTTATTAATATTGGATGTTATATAGAATTTCATAAATGTCTTTCGACAAATATTATGGTAATTTATGTTTAAAATTTATATAATTATATAAAGATAACATAAAATAATGAATATACCTTCAGAAATTTTAACTTTGATAGCTAATAGTCAGCCTATTGATATATTAAACTTATGCTCATCTTCTCGACAATTTAGAGATGCATGTAATACAGAATACTTTAGAAACTATCTTGTGAATACGTTGCTCAGTCCTATAGATTTTAAGAATACATTTGATTATAAGAATATAACAACAACAACTTTAATAATATTAGCATCATTTTTATATGATCATCCATATAAGTTTTTATTATACGTGACAGGTAAATATACTGATAATATTTTTATTAAGGTATTTAACAGTAGAAAATATAGAGAATATATTATTAAAAAATACCATTGGTTACATATAAATTTTTATGTGACTATACAAAACATATGTAACCACCTGGCGTATATAATACCTATTCCTTTATCCACATCAATTAAACCATCACCATTAAGAAATTTATTGGAAGATGAAATAGTGGATATAATTCACCAATGTTTTAAGTTAAATTATTCTTCCGACGAAATATTAAATGTATTTAACGAAGGAGTTAAAAATATAGATAGAACAGAAGTTTCAACACTATATAAGAAGATGTTAACGTTGTGTGTTAGGTACAATAGAGAAGACGTTAATATATTAATAAATAATTATATTAAATATGAAGTTCGACATGGAACAAGAAATACAATAATAGATAGACATTATACAATTGATGAAATTGTTGATAACATATGCAGCGATAATCCCATATTTTATTTAAGAGCAATTACCACAAAAGAGTATGGTATTTATATAAATATAAGTAATTATATAGTTAATGGAGGGAGGAATGAAAGAGCGGTTATGAAATGTAAAGGAGACTTACTTAATGCATTTAATTCTTGTTACTACCCACAAGAATTTTATTCATTATTTAAAGAGGACTGGACTAACAATAATGAGAAATTAAAGATGTTAAATAACGGAATAGGGGTTCAAAATGTAACAAATATAGTAGAGTTAATTTCATATGTACTAGGAGATAAATTTGTTAAGACTGAATTATCTAATATAAATTATGGGGTTATTGGTATTCAAACTACCATTGACTTTTTTGTTAAATTAGGGGATATAGAAATATTAAAGTTTGTAGGCCCAGTAATAAGGCAATATATACATGATGTAAATATACTGGGTGTCTTTGTAATGTATTTTACTAGTAGTATGGATACCATGTCGTTAAATTCTATTATTAATATGAATTGGTATCTTTGGCAATTTTCATTATCATCCGGGTTGAGTATTATTAACACAAAAGAATATTATAAAAAAGGAATATCCTTAAGTAATCGTGCTATTAGAGATATCATATTATAAGTTAATCTATAATTTAAACATATACATCTATCTTGTATCACATATAAATAGTATATATCTGCATGAACAATATTAACATGAGGTAATCTAGCAACAGAAAAATCAAATGTTACATCTAAAATATTTCCCACTTCCACATCATCTAAACGCAGTTCTCTATGTCTAACTTGGTTTAATATTAATTTGCTATATTTTTGTATATTAAATGTTAATATTACATTTTTATTTATATCAATTTTAAATGGGAAGTATGTGGTATGTATTTTAAAATTATCATGATAATTTCTTACTACAGTATATCCAAACTTCTTTTCAATATAATTATCAAGTAGTATTTTGTCATCTTTGCTTACCCTTGTCATAATTTATATTTGTAATTTGACATCTAACCGTTAATGTATCCATTTATATCTTATATAATTTTATATAAAATTATATAAATATCAATTATTAGTAATTCTAAAACTGTAGAAGAAGTGGATAATGATCTGATGCTGTATATTCCATATTATTATAGAGGAATCTTGGACGAACTAATGTTTTAACACTTCCAAATTCCACACCTTTAGTTAAAATCCAATCCAACCTTTCTCTCGTTGGATGCCCTGCTTCCTTTACATATCTATCATATGGATAACCAACATACGTTGACGTTATATCAAACCCAAAATCATCCATATCATTTAATAGATACTTCATATTATCTAATCCTTCTTGGCTAAAACTATTAAAATCTCCACATAAAATAACTTTATCTCCAGCATCAAGATTAGATGTCATTTTAACCAATTGAGGAATAAGTTGAGAAGACATAAATTTCTCCTTCACCGACAAACCGAGATGAGTGTTATATACTTTAAATGATTCATTAGTAATTTTACCATTGTCTAATACTCTTAAATCACAAAAAGATAGAATTCTACCAAAACCTCCACCCCATGTGTCAGAAAAGACATCAGGAGTGTCACTTAACCACCATCTTTTAGTTTCCTGAAGGAAGAACTTATCCTTTTTCCATCCAGTTAATAATTTAAATGATAAAGGTGTTCCATTGAAATCATATACCATAAAATTATATTTATCTAATAATTGTCTTTGGATGTAAACAGATCCTTCTAATCTAAGTTCTTGCAAACAAATAACATCTGCATCCAATTCTAAAATATCGTTTACAATATATTCCTTTCTATTATCCCATTTAAACGCATCCATATCAGATTTTTCTCCATTTTGATCATAACAAATATTATAGCTTAAAACTTTATATTTATAGGATGGAATTGTTAGAGCACCATCCCTTAAATTATAACTGCTACCATCCCTAAATATTACGGTTTGTCCTTGCTGTTGTAATATAGTATCAGTAACCTTTCTAACTCCAAATGGAAGTTCGGTGTCCCTAACAATTGGTCCTTTTAGTGCATTTGTTGTCATATCATATCCATTGTTTTTATCCACTACATCCACATATAAATATAAATTATAAGAATTATTACCTAAATATTTATACATATTAAGGGTAGGTTCGGTATATAAATCATCCAAGAAGGAAACTTCATTATATAACTTTTGTGTGTATAATACTATTTGTTGATATAGTTGGGAAAAATATTGGGCCTCGATATTTAATACAACGTACTTTGTCATCTTTTAATGTTCTATATTTTATAATAATATAATTTAAAAATCAATTATTTATAAGAATTTTATATTTAATCCTAATGCATCACAAACTAACTTATAAAATTTCTTAAATTTCTTTTTGATATCAAGTTCACCTATAAATGTCATATTTAATTTATTATCTTTAATATGAAGATTTATTTGTTTATTGTTTAATTTCAATGATTTATAAATATCAAATCTTAGAATATTTTAATTCTTTATATTTATTAATATCTTCTTTGTCATCATTATTAATAATATAATATTTATTTATTTCATTATTTATCATAATAACGTTGTTAAAGTTAGTATTTAAGAATATATAATGCGTTGTATATTCCATCATGTCATAATATTGTAAAACAATATTCCATAAGGTACTAATATTCAAATCTTTTGTTAATATATTGGTTTGATTATATCTTATATACTCCACAACTTGAGGAAAGACATCATTCAATCCTATCCTCATAAAATATTGACGTAAATCATTCATGTCTATATAATTATATATATAATTATATAAATTTTCATTTTATATATATTGATAAATTGTAATATGAGAAATATTTCCTATTTGTTCCCCAGTAAATACTTGATTATGATGTTTATTTACCCACATTACATTTTTATCTATCCTAATTTGATGCATGTTCACATCTACTGATACAGATTTAATCATATCCTTATCATTTTTTTTAATTGTAAATGGTAATTTATTTATTTGTAAGTTAATATTAGTCCCATACCATCCAGAAAAGTTCCACATATACCTATTTGTATCATCTATAAATGAACTTCCCATAATTGAAGGATAGTCATCACTTAAATATTTAACTGGACACATCCACATACCATTCACATTATTATATAAAAGTCTAAGCCAAGACAATGATATATTTTCTTTATATAATCTATTTCCATATAATTTATAAGATTTATGTGATAAGTGATATAAATTAGAAGAAAATATATGAATATATAGTTGATTATTAACAATATAATACTCTATTATTCTAAAATGATGTGAGGCACAAAAGTTTAATTCATTTTTTCCTATCAAAATTTTTTTATCTCCAGTATTAATATTTTGTAAATATAATCTTTGATTAACTTCATATATTAAATATTCTTTGTATAAAAATATATTATTAATTTGTTTGGTCCATTCTTCATAATAATAATTTCCAGAATTATTAATCTTTACAGGAATAGTTTTGGTTTTTATAAAATCTTTATATATAAATAATTTACCATATTCTAATTCCAAATTATATTTATACATGTATGATTTTAATCTTGGCCTTTCTTTATTATTAGGTTCCATACATAGTCCATCTAACAATTTTAAAATGTAGATTAAATCTTCTCTACTTGGGTTAAACGCATCGCATGTCATTATATTATTTAATTGAATTAATCCATTAATTGCTATAATGGTATTATCTGCACTTCCACAAAATATATCATTAATGACAATTTCTTCATCTAATCGAAAGATATCAACTCGACATAATAAATTATTATAAAATTCATCATTTACATATAATAATACTCCATCTTGATTTTTAATTGGAAACATTTAATGTTATAACATATATATCTTAAAATCAATTTTTAAGATATATTTTAAGATTATAATAAAATGATATGTTCACCATATTTAATTATAATCTTAATAAATAATATAGAATGAAAGGAAGATGTATTTTCTAGTAATGATTGTAATTATCCTTGATAATAATACTAAATGTAAAACGCATTAGAAAAGAAAGAAATAATAATAAAATAACTGATTCACTTGGAGATGAAATATATGCAAAATTAAGTGAGATTAGAAATATAAATAAATAACATCATTAAATTAAGCAACTTTATATTTATATAAATAATATATTATTTATATGAAAATATAATATGTACATTGTAACTGGACAATATTTTATATTATAATTATATTCTAACATATACAATTTAATATGATTAAATTATATAGATTAGAATATAATTATAATTGTTGTGTGGAGAATATAGAATAATAAATATAATATAAAATATGAAATGGTATAAATGCAAAGAAAATATATAATTACAAATAAAATGTCTAGTGGATATATTTTAAAGACGAAGATGATACCAATAAATTTTTCTGGAGATTTTGCAAAGAATGCAGATGAGATGATGACAATGACAGAAAATATTATAGATGATTTTGAATCATATATTTTGGATTATGATCATGAATTATATATAGAATATATATTATGTAACATAGAAGTTCCTAATTTTAGAAGAATGAACAAGGAATATGTTCAGTCATATTATGGATTGTATATAAAGATTAATAATACGGGATATACAAGTACCGAGGAAATAAATAAGAGTATGGAAAAATATGTAAAGGATAATGATAGATATGATAATATTAATATATTTGGAATAGATTATGTCATAAGTTTAGGTAATTGTTTTATAGTTAATAAAGATATAGAAGATGTTAGAAATAATATTAAGAAGATTTTAAACAAAGAAAAAGATAAATTAGAACAATCTTCTAATAAAGTTGGTAAAATAGATTTGAATGGTATTAAAGACTCCGGCATATGGAGCAATAATATTATTATATTATCTCCTGCTAGTATTTATAGACCATCCACATCAAGATTTTAATTGATTATATAATAAATATATAATACTACAAAAATGTATACAATAGTAGTATGCAATTGTATTCTCGCTTACGCTCTGCAAGATGAGGATAAAGTAATCATAAAGTTGCCTTTGGATGAAACAATAAATATTAAGGATTATATATATAAGGGAATTAAGAAGGATAATAAATGGGGAATTATCAAGAAGGGAGATATTAAAAATATTCATTATTATACAGTACATCCATCACATGGAACTATTCTTATAGGAGACATCTGCGCTGAGGAAATAATCGTCAATGAGCATGATAGATTTTATATTAATATAAAAGAACGTACTAATTGTCTTCCTAGTAAAAGGAAGACAAAAAATAAAATTGATTTTATATTAATATAAAAGAACGTACTAATTGTCTTCCTAGTAAAAGGAAGACAAAAAATAAAATTGATTTTATATAATATAAATTGTTTGAAGACGATAATGTCGAAGTTATATGAGAATTCATGTGGACATGCATCCCAATGTAAGGGATGTAAATTATGGTATTGTGCTAACGATGAGATACATCATTGTTATAATTGTCGGGATAATTTAGATCTATGTGGAAAATGTACGGGATTAGAGGTGGATGTTTGGATGTACTTATGTCGTTTATGTTATAAAGATGATGAGGGGACAATGAAGTGTATTAAATGTAATAGATATAGGAGAATTACAAAAGATCCAAAGCCTTTTGTGCATTCGGAGATTCAAGATCCTATTTGTTTAAGTTGCCACAGAAAGAATTAATCTTAATCTCTTATAATCAAATATTATAAGAAGAATGTGATATTGATGTTAATTGTCAAAGTAACATTAAATTTAAATTATGAATTAGATTTATAAAAATACTATTATCAATCCCCATTATAAAATATATATTATGAATTATAAATTATAAATTATAAGAAAAATATAACATTGATATTAAGCATACAAAATAATATAAAATCTATATCATGTATACCACCTCATAAATTTTTTTATATTACATAATAATATTTATTAAAGATAACATTATTTTATCACGAATGATATTATAAAGAGATTTATATACTACACATATTGTTCTTACACCATACAATTTTATAAGAATGATTATATATTAGAGAAAAAGGTATTGATATTACGTATATAAAATAACATAAAACTAATTTGATGTGTGCCAACCCATGACAAAAATCCGTGTAATTATTATCTAAATTATAGAATTTAGATAACATAAGTACTATATTAAAATTTACTTTGTATTTTATTATTATTCTTTTAAGTAATCATAAAAAATATTTTAGGAGTTAACAATTAATATATTATAAAAAATTTTTATTGTACAATTATAAATTGTAAAGTTATGAAAACTATTTTTTTATGATGACTTAAAAGAATAATAATAAAATAGAAAGTAAAATTTAATATAGTACTTATGTTATCTAAATTATAGAATTTAGATAATTTTCAAGCGAAAATATTGCATGGGTTAGTACACATTGAATTAATTTTATGTTATTTTATATATGTAATATCAATACCTTTTTCTCTAATATATAATAATACCCATCATTTCATATGATTGGGTGGTTTAGATAACATGACTACTATGTTACAAATTACCACTTATTTTATCGTTATTCTTTTATAAATTTGCATATAGTTATAAATTATAAAGTTAAGGATAATAATTTTTATAACTATCTACGAAGTTATGAAATTTTTGTCGTGGCAATTCTCGTTGACTGGATATGTTCCAGATATTATCACAATCTTTAAATAACATAAAATCTAATAAATTGTTTATTATAAAATATTATAATTAAAGATTATAAAATGAATATTACAATATATTGTGATTATGGTACACCATATTCTGCTTTTATAACTTTACCTGTAAATAAAGAGATAAATATAAGAAAATATATAACGAAACAATTATATAAACATAGATATTGGAAGATAAAGAATAAAAAGGATATAAAAGAAATATTTTATAGACGAGTTGATATTTATGGAAGGAATTATATAGAAGATTGTCCTAAATATATAAATGTAGAGAAAGGGGATAAATTTTATATAACAAAAAGAATAAAAATTGTTAAAAATTCTTATGACAATAAAAATAATGAAACTTATATGGTAGGTTGCGTTGTATTGCCTAGTTTATTATAATTTATCTATTTTGGATCTACAATAAAGTGAGATACCGAATCGAAAACACAATTATATAATAAATATTGTTTGTAATAATTTAGTATCATATATTTATGGTCATTATAAATAATAACATCATAATAGTTACCTTTATAACTTACCCAAAGATAATATTTACTTTCCATAACTCAACCAAAAACAAGACAAACTAATTTATAATATGATATAATTATAAATTAGAATATAAAATGATATTAACATTATTGCTTCAATTTCTTATAAAATTAATTTGATGTATTACCACACATAAAAGATTTTATATAATTTAGTATATAAAATATTAAATTTATATATTAGAATATCTATATCAAAAATATCTTATGCTATTTTATTATTCTCTCTTGTAGAGCGCAAGCGAGATAAGGAATTACATTTAAAATATTTTTATGACTTTAGGATTATATGTTATAAAAAATTTTTTTATAATACATTATAACTTACCAACTTACCAAAAAAATTTTTTTAAATATAATTCTTTAAAAGAATAATAAAATAGCATAAGATATTTTTTTGATATAGATATTCTGATATATAAATTATTAAATTTATATACTAAACCATATAAAATCTGTCATGTATGGTATCACATCAAATTAAAAAATATGACTTTTACATTAGTGAGTTTAATATCATTTTATATTCTAATTTATAATTATATCATATTATAAATTATGTCATCTTACATTTGGTTGAGTTATAGAAAGAAAAATAATAACATTATATTATCTAACTTATAATAGTTATATAAATTATTACTTCTATCTTCTCTTGCCACAATTAAATGCTCTCATAATTTCCTCTTCATCAACATGGATTAACTTCTCCACCATATAATCTTTTAGGAATATTAGATCAGACTCCTTATACCCACCTAATCTAAAAAATAATTTAGCAAAGCCATATTTATTATCGTTATCACATTTTTCGAATAGTAGTAATAATTCCTCTCTGGTAAATAATCTCTTTCTCCCCAACTTCCAATTATGAACCACAATATCCAATAATAATTCTTTACTAAGTAATCTATCTCTTTGCAACAAACCCATCATATTTTGAGTCCTTCCGTCATTCTTAGCAATCTTTCTACAAAATTTTGTATAAGTAACCCTATCTTCCTTTAACATATGAGGTACAACATATTTGATTAATATATTATAACATTTATATTCTATTAATGATGACATATGATGTATCCAAACTTTATATGGAATTGAATGTAATGATATTATTCTTTCCAATAGGTCAATCCTTTTATCACATATTAATCTTGGAAAATGATATAAATATATTCCTGGTAGCCTGTCATCCGTGATATCATTTCCATCCAACTCAATCAAATACAAATTACTACAATTATTTATATAAGAGATTCTAGAATTAATCATATCCCCAATAGTCCATATATTATGTCTCTCTAAATATGCTATGTGAACAAAATGATCTATATAATTAACATTTAACTTCTCATCAAATAATATTAATAATTCGTTTATACTTATATTATGGAATGATATAACTTCCATCATCATATCTAATGGGATTAAATTATCAACTTTACATAATAACCTCAAACAATTATATTTGGTAACCTTCTTCCATAATGATGTAAAAATATTTACATTTATATTAGTATTATGTTTATATACCATAGAACTTACATAAGAACTCGTTAAAAAGTATTCTATTAGTTCCATATTATTTTTCATATTATTTATATCGATCTTATAATTAATTAAGAATCCGTATTTATCCCCTTGTTTAATAATATTGTTATATTCTGGTATAGTCCATATATTCTTATATGTATTCCCATTTAGATAAAATTTACAAAAATATTCAATATCGAACTTGGTGGTTATCATCTCCGATATTATATCTTTTCTATATTTTATACAAGAATTTATCAAAAATTTTTTATTATTGTCAAACCACATGGAACCATGACTATTAGTGAAGCATTTCATAATTTTTCTTAAGTTATTAATATCTTCCATTCCATCCCATTTAACTAATCCATGATATACATAATATTCGCTTGATAGGAAACGATGATATATTTCTTTTCTACATGGTAATACCCTAAATAACAATTCATGATATTTACAAATACCCTCCAAAACATCATATCCATCGCAATTATGATTACATTTACCAACATATAGATCACTTATATCATCTAAATTGTGGACAATGCCTGATATTAAAGGTATCATACCTCGAAGACGTTCTCTTAGATTATTGTTACGCTCTTTTCTCTTTACGAATTTGTTTATAAAACTAAGTGAATATAATAATCCAATACAATAATAGTCAGAGGGTTGCATTTTATTTTCTTTATACTCCACCATCCCTATACGATTATGTAACTTAGTTAATAAAAACTTATATTTATTCGATTTCTTACTTTTAGCGCAAAGTTCGGACATTATTATTCTATGATCATCATTATCTATATTTAAAAACTTTGGTATCATTTGATTCCAAAATTTAGATACTAATATAAAACTATTTATAGATTTATAGTCAGCATTATTTAGAATCTCTGCTATGGCATCATCGACTAATATAATATTTTCATAATTACAAATATCCATTTTCTATTATATATTTATCCTATTATTATATTTATACTCTTCACTAATTATTTATTCTTTATTATAATTATAATAAATGGCACTGTAATAAATAATAATTAAGATATAATTTTTTATTTATAATCATGATATTATATCATTGTTAAAAAGTTAGATATTATAAGTATATGAATGATAAAAATAAAAAAATGAAAAAGATGAAAAATAAAAAAGTGTGTATAGATAAAAATAGAAAAGATGTCACAATACGGAAACTCTTTAAATTCTGGAAACTATTCATTAAATAATAGCCTTGGTAGTGGAGTACAATCGAACTATTCTACACCATTAACCAATGTCAATAACTCCGTTAGATCTCCTCGTTCTCTCAACAATTCTCTAAATAGACCTACGAATACTAATCTTAGATCACCTCCTCGATCCATTAATAATAATCTTATGTCATCTAATTCCGTGGGTACAAACAACTCTAGGTCTCCCCTTCGTTCCGTTAATAACTCAATGAATGCAAATAATGCTAGATCACCACCTCGCTCGGTTAATGCCATGAATGCAAATAATGCTAGATCGCCACCTCGATCTGTTAGTTCAATGAATGCAAACAATGCTAGATCACCACCTCGTTCTGTTAATAATTCTATGGGACAATCTAGATTATCAAGGGCTCGATCAGTGAGAGAAGGCAGACAACCGAGATCCGTTTCCAGGTCTGTATCGCGATCTGTGTCTCGATCTAGATCACCTGTTAGAAGAGGTCCTTTAACAAGAGAGGACTTACGTAGATCTCGTTCTGTTTCTAGATCCCCTTCCAGATCTCCCTCTAGATCTCCTTCGAGATTATCCAATGAGAGATTAAATAACAGATTATCAAGATCTCGTTCTCGATCTCGCTCCAGATCACCTGTTAATAGATTACCCGTATCCACTGTTAGATCTCCAAGATCGGAATTAAATAGATCTAGATTATTAAGTCCTGAATCGCCAAATATGGTACCAAGATCAAATCTTAGCAATATGAATGGAGTGGAGAATCAAAGTGTAAATCTTTCTCGTTCTTTCAATAATTTAAGACTTCAATAATGAATTTATTTTTCTTTTATAATAAAATATATAAAAGAGGATGAATAAGGAATATAATGTACTTATGTGTAATTGTAAATATTAACAAATTGCTATTAAACTACCAAGAAATATAAAAATAAACATTAAAGATTATATTTATAAGGAAATTAAGAAGGATGGAGTAAATAGAACATGGGATATCAAGAAGAAGAAAGATATAGAGAAAGTTTTTTATTATGTTAAAGATTGTACCCCCATATTTAAAAGATTGTATGGATAATATAATAGTTATGGATAATGATATATTTTATATAAATGTAAAGGACAGACGTAATTTCGAAGGAGTAACTAGCAATAGTACTGCAAATATGTTCTCACCTGGAATAGGAATAGCTGGTGCCACTATTTTAGTTTAGATGTTTATAATTAGATATATAATAAATATTATATATTATAGTTAAATTATAGTTAGATAATAGTTAGATAATGATATATATAATATATATTATAGTTAGATAATAATTAGATAATGTATATAATATAATATACACATAATAAACATTATAATTGATGATGATGTAAGATAACATATACTTATCTATTAAATATAGTGTAACATAATATAATATATATTATAATTAATATATATGTATGTATACAATAAACTAACGTAAGGTAACATATAGTTTAGATTGTATTTCGGAGGAGATATTAGAATGTAATAAGTTTGCATTTTCATTTAATTGGGATGGATTTGTAAGATTAGGGTCGTTGCTTGAATATGTTATTCTATATGTTCTGGAATGCATTAACTTCTTTGGATGGAAGAAAGTATCAATGAGTTTAACTTCTTGCACCATATCTGAACCTAACTCCCTAATAATCTCATAGAAGTCATTCTCTTCTTCCCACTTCCCCTCCTTCTTATCCTCATCCTTTCTTGCGAATTCGGATATATCTTTGTCAGATAGTACGGCAGCTTTCCCAGACTCCTCCAATCTTTTATTTACTAATTCGTGAAATTCATATGCATACTTAGCTAATTCTTCCTTCTTTTCATTCTTATTTAACCAGAAAGATATATCCTTACTAATTGGATCTAAAGTTGAATATGATTTAAATTTATTAAGATTTCCATCAGACCATTGTGATAAGAACTTATCATCTTCACACCATAAATTTCTAATATCCGGTATATTACACAACTTCATGGCAATTCTTTCCAATCCGAGACCCCATGCAATTCCATTCATATTTTTTACCCCCGCATTATCCAATATTTCCTTTCTCATGACACCACAACCAAGAATCTCCAACCAATTACCTTCATATTTAACTTCTATTTCATAAGAAGGATTTGTGAAAGGGAAGTAATCTGGATTTATTCTATATTCTAATCGTTCTCGTCCAGGCTCTGCATTACCGAATAAATATTCAGCTAATCCTGATAATAATGATATCAATTCTTTTTCTGCATCAACATCTTTGCTTAATAAACTGACTCCTTCCATTTGATGGAATACAGGATAATGACTTCTATCTATTTCATCCTTTCTATAGACATCTCCAGTAACTAAGAACTTCGTATGTCCATCTTTTAATAATTGAGATTGGTGCGCTGATGTATGCGTTCTTAAAACGTTGACATCATCAAGATAATAAGTATCGGATTTTGATCTTGCTGGATGATCTTTAGGTATTAACAAAGCATCGAAATTATCATGAACGGAGACAATTGGGGATAAATTATCAACTTTAACATACTCATCTCCAAAATATTTATAGATATGCTCTTTAATTAGTTGGATAGGATGATTTGGTTTATTATGAATATTTTTTCCAATCTTTTCTTTAATAGACTTGGGAATATTGCTCATTTTTATCTTATCTTATAATTAAAATAAATAACATAATATAATCAATTTGTTTTAAATAATTTGAAAAATTGAAGAGGCCAAATATCCCTCATACAATTAAATACATGAAATATTTCATAATCATAGAAAGTTAGACTGTCCATATATTGATTGAAATCTTCATTACCAATGGAATATAAATGTTCTATACCTTCTCTAATTCTATGGTAAGGTAATTTTGTAATCTCATCAAGTATTTGCTCATTGGTAAGACGATTAAAAATAAGTTCTTTTGTTAATTTATTATTGCGTAATGATAAAACAAAATTATGTGCTTCATATAACAAATTTTGACAATTATCATTATTCAACAATTTAGTTGAGTCTTCATCGGTTATGTTTCCTTTCATCAAATATCCTAATATAATATCTTCATTCATTTCAAGTTCACAGATGTCACCATTATACCCAGAACAAAAATCCTTATTCTCCATAAATTCCTTTTTATATAATTCTAATAACTTTTGAGGATGATATGATGTTATTAATATTTCGTTGGTAATATATTCTTTATTATTATATTGTCCACCACTTGTCACATAATCAACATAATTATCACTTTTAGGTGGAATAGAAAATTCATGTGGAGTGTGGTCAGTTCCATATATCATATAATGAACATCTAGTCTATTATATTTTGTCAATAATTCCTCAAATTCCAAATCTAAATACGGATATATATGACCTTCACGATTCTTTAAAGATTTATAAAGTGTTGGTAGTTTCTGATAATCACAATTACAAACAACTTGCAATTCTCCATTTATTGGTTGTGTATTACGTTGACATTTATGAACCTTATATGTTTTTAATAATTTAATGATATGCAAAGTATCATAATTTAGATATAATGCATTTTCTAAAACTTGTATTAAATAATGACGAAAATGTCTCCTTTGTTTGATGGTGTGAAATTTGCACTCTTCTAAAACATAATCTTGAGCTATTGGATATAATGCTCCCATAAAGGTACAAATATTATAAAAATTATCCATGTTTACATTATTATCTTTACCAATATATTTATTCACCACATAGTTTAAATATATTAAATTTTCATGATTATAATTATTATCTAAATATTTATTTCTATTATTAAATGGATGTCGTTTCCATAAAGATATAAGGTACTGACAAGATATAGATGATAGAACATGACAATTTAATATTTTATTACAAAAGAACTCCATAAAATAAGAAGAATTTTCCACTTTCTTTAATTCAGAACAAGAAGATAGTACAGACATAATATCAAAGTGTCCCAAATTTTTAATTATAGTAACTATTATTTCATATGGTATACATTCCATTTTCGTAATTATAATAAAAGAATAAATTATAATCAATTGTTATAAATTGATTATTTATAATTAAAATTATTATTATAGACAATTTAATAATGGAATATTTATCAATTATATTTATTGGAACATTTACTAGCTCTATGGTGGGTTCTGTCATAGTTTACCTATTTGTAGAACATAAAATGGATAATGAAGGTACCGTAATATATAACAATATTAATCAAGTACGAAGAAGAAATACATCATATGCGTTTATAGGATTTGGTATTTTAGGATTCATCATATCCTTTTATTATATCCTAATTCTAATTAATCATATGTGGTTATATATGTTTCCTGCCATGGGAATCTTTTTAGTTTTGTTAAACTATGCATGTGGATCATTATAATAAAATAAACTATAACTTTTTATAAAGTTATAAATATAATTTAGATTAGGAATTAAGAAAATTATATAAAAGATCAATGTCCCCACTATCGCAAATCGCATAATATGAATTGTAAATATACTTAAAATCTAAATAGTTATATAAACCATCCTGATATTCCACATCTGCATATTTTCTAATGTGTTTCATTATAATTTTATTTTGTTGAGGGTAAGTCTTCATCAAACTCTTAACATTGTATTCATATGATTTATTTAATATTATATATTTAACTAATATCTCATCGGCAATATTCAATATAAAAATATAATTTTCTCCAACAAATTCTTTAAATTTATTATTTCGTAATAATTTTATCATTGTCTCTTCATTAATCTTCCCACTTAATAAATATCCAATAATATTATTCTCGTTTCTTATATATAAAGGATCATCAAATTTATCTATTTGTGTTAAACTAATAAAATCATCATTATAAATATAGTATTTTCCACCCCACTTTAAATGATATAAATTACAAATCCCATTATATCCCATTGCAAAATGCTCGTTATTCATAAACTGATGTAGATATCTATGTAATAATTTTCGAGGTTGAGATGATGATAGTAACAAGTTTGGTGTTATTATAAATCCATTAGTAGGTTCCCCTTCATTAGTTAAATATTCTGAATATAATTCATCATTTTCGATATTTGAAGTAATATTAGTATCTTTACCAAAATGTTTATAGATATCAGACCGATTGTATTTTATGAGCAAATCGGTAAAATTTTCAATTAACACTTCATATCCGTTCTTATTCTTCTTATAATTATCAATACAATCCATAAAAATAAAATCATAAAAAGAGATATGATCACAATCACAATAATGAACGCTTCCATTTCTCGTATAGTTTCTATTATTCCAACAGTAATGCATTCTCCAACATTTCATTAATTTAATTATTTTTACTTCATCATATTTAAGGATTAACGTTCGTTCAAATATCTGTATAATATAATGAGGTTGATAAATATAAGGTGAAATAATAGAAAATCCATAATCATGAATAATATCATCATATGTTTCTATTGGATATAAAAATGATAAGAATAGGAATATTTGATACATATCATAAGATTCATGATCTATAATATAGGTTCCCACATATTCATTAATTATATAATTTAAGTAATCATTATATAAAGATTTATCGCATTGCTCTAAAATAGGTTTATTATTATAAGGATGATTTTTACTTAATATAAGTAACTTATCTATATTATTAGTAGATTTACAATAAAATATATTTTTACTAACATAATATTTAAAATATACGGTACTTTTTAGTTTATACAATGTATTGCAAGATGATAATAAGGTGATAATATTTTTATTCTTTGTATAGTATAATATTTTACATATAACTTCTGTTGGTAGTAAATCCATTTGTATATAACATTATACACAACAAATTATATATAATTTCAATTTTATTATTAATCCTTATTACAATTTTCAGTTAAATATAGGATTATGTTTTTACATTTATCTTTAAATCATAATTATCTTTTATTATTCTTTTTATTTCATCTATATCGAGCGGATCTATACATGGATGAACTAAGACTACATGCCGAGTATATGTATTATAAAATGCACCCCTACATCTCTTACCATTCTTTCCATCCCATAGACACGCCCATCTACAGGGACACATATTAGACCCACAATTACCATATGCTTCAACTTTTAAGGCTCTATGATGTACTTTGCATACGGCAACTTCCACATAAGTATTAATTGATATAGATTTCCATCCAACAATTTCGGCAACTCGATGCCATTTATATCTATCGGAATCATATTGATCAGATGGATAATAAATTATCTCTTTCTTTTCCATATTAAATATTTTTATAAAGTCATGTAAGTTTTTTGTATCATAATCTATGAGTAATGATATAAATGATTTCTTACAAGTAATATTTTTTCTATTAAATAATTTATACGATATTATATGATCCAATCCTATATCCTTCTTTGTAATATATAATTTAATTATATCTTTTATGGTTAAATACTTTACTATCTCATTCCATATATCATAATGAAAAATATTAAATATATCCATGATTAATTTTGTATATTTATTTACTATAATATAAAATCAAATATATTGTATCTTATTAAAGAAATATAATATAATTTTAAAATGGAATTATATTATTCGTGGGTTAGAATAGAAAATATAGAACCACATTATTATTTAGATTATCTATCACAATTATTGGACAGTGAGTTTAAATACGACATGATGGAATTGTTACCATCAGAAATAATTAATATAATATTTAGCTATGTTGCATTAAGAGATATATGTAAGAATGTTAGATTAATAAATAGAAATTATAAAGAATTATCTGATGCACTAATAGGAGAATATATACAAAATAAGATGGAAAATGAAGTTAATGATGATAAAATACATAGGCTAGTTCGCGATGATAATTATGATAAAATATTAATTCCCATATACAACTGCTTGCAAACTAGGGATAGAAAAAGATTAAAATGGAAGATAAAAATAATAAACTTTCATATAGGATGCGAAGATGAAAAAATTTATTGTTGTGAAGAAAAAAATTGGTGGGATAATGATTATATAAACGACTTGGATAAATTTGGATATAAATATGAAAAGCTGAAACACAAAAGAATAAAATTTATAAAAGAAAAGTAATGAGTCGTGTAGTAGTAAATATCACTAATAATGGAATAACATCCACATCTCCCATCCCTCCTATATTAAATAATTCAAATATTATCGGACAACTAACAAGATACTATTTATTGGGAGATCAAATCAAGGTGATCAAAGATTCTAATTTACAAGTTAGAATATATAACGAAGAGAACAATAAAGAATATTATGTTCCAATATCTGATGATTTTATAAAACAAGTTGGCGATTGGGGATGGACTATAATATGTAAGCTAGGCACGGGGAGTACTCACTCGGCATTCCTCGTTTATGATGGAAGAGATTTTAAAACTATGCTAATTTTAGACTCTATAACCAAAAAAGATAATAATATTGACGAAATAGAAGATAATATAGATGATATAATAGAGATTAAAGGATATGATTTATATATGAATAAGGTGGAACATGTGTTTTATACCTCTGTTCCCTATTCCGATAATGAAATATATAAAATTTTATCTCCTAATAATTATATAAATAGACCTATCTATATATTAGAATTTATGTTCTATACTATTTCAGAATTTATAATATTAAAGAGGAATATATGGAATGTTAATGAGAAGAAAATATTCATCTCCCAATTTAAGATGTTCTATAATAAATCTATGCAATTTTTCAAAGATAACAATATTAATTATTCTGACATTAAATTAGATAATATTATGATAGGATATTATAATGGTATGTCCTATCTAAAATTTGTTGATATTCATGATGTTAAAATAGATAAATTTATTATTAATACGAGAGATAAGCTTATTGAATTACTCGATGAACTTAATATGTTATTAGAGGTGTGATATTATAAATAAATTGATTTTATTTATTATTTTATATTATAAGTAATATAAAATAATTATGAGGAAAATACCATTTCCATCGATAACATGGAAGGAAGATAACATAAATATATATGAAGATATAGAAGTTTGTCTTAACAAACAGAATGATAAATCCAATATTCAATCATTAAAAACACTTCTTATCCATGGTATGTACAAATATGAAGATAATTTATCTATGACATACATAATATTAAGCGATAAATGTATTACCGACAAGATATCTGATTATTTAAATCATTACGATTTTTTATATTTTATCTATCATGAAATATGTAAAATTCCTATAGTTGATAATATTTCTAAATGGATGCAGATAGAACAGAGAATATGGTTATTATCTGATGATTATTACAATTCTTTAAAATATTCAAAGAATCTGAATATAGGACAAATGACAGAGATAGACAAAATAAGAAGATCGGCAATTGATATAATTAATAAAATTATAATGATTACAATCAAATAAAAGTAATCATTTCACATTTATGGATAATTATGAAATATTGGAAGAAATTGGGATTGGATCATATGGTAGAGTTAATAAAGTAAAACATATAAATACTGGTGAAATCTTATGTCTTAAACGAATGAAACGTAAAAACTTGCAGGTTTATTTACGTGAAATAAGTAATCTCCAACGATGTCATCACCCCAACATAATCACTATAAAAGATATATTTATAAATGAAAAATATTTGTGCTATGTTATGCCATATATGAAAGAAAATTTATATAATCATATACATACTTATGGGATATCAGAAGAAAAAATATTATATTATAGTAAATGTTTGATTTCTGCATTATCTCATTTACATGAGATGAAAATATATCATAGAGATATAAAATCCAGTAATATATTAATCAACAACGGGGAAATATATTTGTGTGATTTTGGAATGTCCAAGTTGGTTAACGTTAATGATAATACTGTCCAAGTTCAATCCCTTTGGAGTAAATGTCCAGAAATATTATTAGGAGATAATAAATACGATGAAAAAATTGATATATGGAGTATAGGATGTGTTATAGCTGAAATGATAAATGGAAATCATATTTTCAAGGGAAATTCTGAGATAGATCAATTAATAAAAATTTATACAATTTTAGGAGGTATTAATACCACTGACTGGTCAGATTGTTGTAATCTTCCAGGATATAATCCTCGATATTATAACATACAAGGTAAAGGACTAAATTCCACATTAAAAACTAATAATGAAACATTAATTTCATTATGTTCTTCATTATTATCTTTAAATCCAAAAAATAGAAAGTCTGCAAAAGAATGTTTAACCTTATATTTTCCAGAACATATTAATGACAATATTACTTCGATAATAAAGAATTATATACACACATGTAATTATGAAGATAAAATTTTACTGATGGAATGGATTTTTGATATTTGTCATTGTTATAATATAACTAATAATATAATAGTTCTTAATGCAATCTTCATTATACATAAATATCTTTCCCTAAAGAGTGTTAATATAAATCAATATAAATTAGTTTGTATAGTATGTATATATTTATCTGATGTTTTACATAGTTTATATCACGGAGTTGTTGAAGATTATATGATAGATAATTGTTATGATAGAGATGATTTTAATGTTATAATGGATGATATTATTAGGACCATAGGGTATAATGTTGATCTAGTAAATATTTTACATCTACCATTGGACATGAAAGATATGATTTCTGTCTTCCCATTTATATATTACATGATTATATATACAAACTTAGATTGGAATTCAATAATTGATAATATTACTATGTTGGATAACGTTGATGTCATCAAATCATTCCTTTCTCATAATTATAATAATTATATACTTAGCAATACCGATATAGCTGATGTGAAGGAATTTGTAAGTAGATTAAACAATATAATACATTAAAATTTACGTTATATTATAAGATATAATATAATAAAGTTTTATAATATAAGATATAATAAAGTTTTATAATATAAAATTTTATATTATAAGATATAATATAAGATATAATAAAGTTTTATAATATAAAATTTTATATTATAAGATATAATATAAGATATAATAAAGTTTATATTGTAAGATATAATATAAGATATAATAAAGTTTTATAATATAACATATAATATAAATATAATATAATACAATAAAGTTTTATATTGTATTGATGATTGTGTAATATAATATTATATAAACATAATATATAACTTATTAAACATCCATTTTAAATTTAGGATGTTTAATATATTAAAATTTTAATATACCTTTTTATTAATAATGGAAGTACACATTCCATTTGTATATTTGTGGTATGAACACATACCTTGATTATTAGTAACAGACCAAACCATATCGCCATATACATACTTAGTTTTCTTTTTAATAACACCATTTTCATCATAAACTTTAGCATACCCATGAGGAATATGGTATCCATTTAAATTATAATAGGTATATTCCATGCATTTACCCACCTCCTTCTGTAAAGGCATACCTAAATTATATGCTTTACAGATTCTTATATAAGTTTTAGGATCTCTAACATAGGGCAAAACATTATGATACACAACTTCTAAAGGCAATCCCAAAGGTAATTCCATATTAGATGACATCTTCTACTACTCTCTATTCCTAACTAAATAATAAAAATAAAATCAATTTTATTCAACTCAGCGCAAATATCATAATATATAAAATGTCCAAAAGATCGAAGAATGGCATTATATATAAAAATAAAATAAAATATCCAACATCTAATACAGAAATTATAAATATAATTAGAAAATGTAAAAAGGATGGAAAGATTATAAGAGTTATTGGAGGGAAACATTCTAATAGTCCTTTAGTGTCTTCCAACAAAGAGAAACTCCTACTTCTAAGTTTAGAAAAGTATAATTATACAAATAAATGTGATATAACAATTGATCACACTAATATGACCGTCTGTGTTAATGCGGGTTATACTCTTTCTACCCTATATAATGAATTATCTAAATATAGATATTTTTTAGATACACAACCTACTATAGAAACGATGACTGTTGGAGGATCAATATCAATACCCATTACAGGTAGTAAATTAGGAGCTGGATTATTATCAGATTGTGTTATGGGGATTACATTAATAAATGACAATGGGGATGTACAAGACCTAACAGAACTTAGTAATAACTTTGAACTACACAGAATGAATATGGGAATATTTGGTATTATAACTTATGTAACATTCTCTATAAAGAAATTAAAATATATTCAATATGAAAAACAAACATTATCTAATATATTCATATTGCAAGATGGAATATATAAAATGGATCAAAAATTGTTAGATGGAATGTTAGAAGATATTGTTAAAAAATCATATAATGGTACAGGAGATAAAGAATTATATCATCATTCATTTATAGATTTTCACAACAATAAATGGTTGTCTGTTCGATGGACAGGAAATAATAATGTAGATAACAATAATACGGAAGTTATAGAAAGTTTTACAAGAGTTATAGATTTTCCACCTCGTGATTTTCTAAGCAAAACTCTGGTTCCTATATATAGAGAAAGTCCAGAATATTTAAAAGCTATGGGTAAATTATCTAGAGGTGCCATAAAATCCTTTATAGATTTAGGTATAGAAGGGAACTTAGATATATTTTCTTATAATCTTTCTGCAAATGTTTATTATTTCTCTTATTTCCTTCCAGTTTATATCGATGGGGTATCCTATATACATAATTTTTATAAAGCAATTAATTGTGTTATGAATACCATCCAACGATACATAAAAGATAAAAAGAAATTTAACCTCGATTTACCTATGGATATAAGATTTGTAAAATCTTCAAATAAATGTTTATTATCTCCTATTTATAGCAAAGAGAAGAAAATAGTGTATGCTGTATTAAATTTAATAAACAGTGCATGTAATATAGAATTACAATATGAGAATGTAGAAAAGAGATATAAAGAATTAAATGATGATTATAGGAATTTTTATATGGAAATAGAAAAGGAATGGGTTGAATTAGGTGCTGTTCCAAAGTATTCAACAGTTTTCGGGTTTGGTGGAAAAAATAACGATCCTTTCCATAATATATATACAAAAACATTATTACCATTTTCTGTTAAAAATAGTGTTAGTCCATATACACAAAAATTATTCGTTAATAGTATGATGTCTAATATATTAGAAACTTCATAATTATATAACTATATTATATAGTTATATAAATAAAATTTATACATAAATAATTAGGTCGCTAATGTCATGTTTTGGTAACATATCGGAAACTATTTTATTTACTATGTCGGAAGGATATTTATTTTCATTATACATTATTCTTCCTGATACATATGATTTTAATTCATTATACCTAATCATATAAAGTTTCAAAATAACTTTACTTAACCAAGAATCAAATTCAAAAACTTCTTCTATTACCTTATTAGCTAAATTCATATTTATATGTCCTGAACTTTGTAATGTATATAAATACTCAAACACCTTCCATGATACCTCAAACCGTCCATGCTCGTCATCATCTAACTCAACCAAGGTATCCTCATGGCAGTATTGTATAATAGTTACCCTCGTCTTCTCTGATGTAAACTTCTCCATATTTAATAAATATGTACCATCATATCTAGATGATATACTGGTACATATATTCTTTTTATTATCTTTCTTGGTACTTTCCATTCTTAATGAGGCTAACTGCTCCTCTAACTCCTTAATTCTATCATATAAATCCATAATGTCATTATACATGACATTATATATTAAATTATCAATTTGGTAATCTTATGCTAATTCATATGATCTATGATAAGCCTTATTTTCTTGACATACTTTATACATGGAGACAGGCATAATTACCACCAGAAACATAGAAGCTAATGTGGCAGAAAAGATGTACATATCAGTCAAAGGCCCAATCTTACTTCTTATTAAAATGTCCTCATCCCAGATGCACTTATTATCATTATTTAAATAGCATTTATATACCGTATTAACATAATAATATCTACCCTTATAACTTAATGGATCAGAATATCTATATTGAGGACATAAACCATCAAATTTCATGACCACTGGTGTTGGCTCACATTTATTAACAGTTACATTTACATTAATTGTACTAGTATAAGTATTAAAATTATTATCACAATTTGTAGGAAGACTGACATGACATAATGCCATCTCATGAGATGCAATCTCAGAATCTCTTTGTACCAAACACATGGCACTTACAATGGCGAGCATTGGTATCGCTATACATGTAACTACTAATACTACCTTTGGGCAAACGTTTCTATTCATATTCTTATCTCCACCCTATCCATCATTTAAAAATCATTTTTAACTTCTATTACAAATAAAAATAATCAAATTATTATAGCTTACTATGTTATATTTATATATTATATTTATATAATATTTATTATATTACAACGATGGATATTTTATATAACATTATGTATCACATGATAATAAATGCGGTATGTCTAATAAAAAATCCATATAATATTCATCATGTATAGTATTAGAAAATTTAACATGAAATCCTAATTTTCTAATATCTATAATGAATATCTTATATGCTCCATTTTTAGGTTTATCCTTTAATAATTTGTGTCTATTATACATATCCTCATATTCATTTCTCTGTGATCCTAACATCCCTAAATCCATTCCTAATTTATATCCTATCCTATCTTTATGAAATGATGGACATATAACCTCCAAATATCCATCACCCTTATAATCTTTACATAATACCATATTTAACATAGGCTCCATTCTATCATATTCTAACATACATATTGATCCGATAGATAGAGAAACATTATATTCTGTCTTAGTTAAAGATATATTTTTCGTCATAGTAATAGGAGGTGGAAAAGAATATCCATTATAAAGTGTTATAAATGTTTGGGTATAATTATTGGATGTAGGAATATAATAATCCCTATAATATTTATGCACTAAATCTTTCCATAAATTATTATATACATCAGATGACAATAATTTATTATAATAACGACATAAAGAAAATATATTAACGATTGATTTTGGATCAGAATATCTCATAATCGTAGCAACAACATCAATACATACAGACTCCATCTCTTATTAAAAGAGATATAAATAATTTCATACTCAATTAATTGTCTATTATATTTTAATAGATAATTACTACAGGATATTATTGATTAAAATAATTGTTCTCACACAAGATACAAGAATGGAAACAATAAGCAATGATACCTTAAAATATGAAATATTATCTAGATTAGATCAACATACCTTAATTAACTATTCTATATATGATCCTTCATTCCATCAATATTGTATGTCCCTATTATATAATGATAATCAAAAATATGATATAGAAAATGCAGTAATAAATGATATGTCTAGCTATATATTTAAGTTAGTTCATCGTAGTAATGATAATATAGGAGATATTATATATTATTCTATTAAACATAATAAATTGGAATTTATACGAGAATATATAAATTTATATGATTCCCCAGATATGGAATCATGTTTTATAGATTGGTTCAACATAATATTTAATAAATACAATATTGATAATGCTGATATTAGAACATTCGAATACCTATTATATCATTTATATAAATTTCATAGTATAGGATTATGTAGGGATACTATTGATAAATTTATAGATAGAATAATTGGAACACCTAATGATAGTCAGTCATTAAATATTATACTTCGTCACATTCCAATATCTGAAAATATTTTCTATTATGTATTATATACATATAATATAGAAATTATAAGATTATGTTTAGGATTTTATATTAAACAACATGGAACCACTCATCCCCTTAGTGTTAACATTATTACAGCATGTTTCTACAATATCAAGGAGAAAGATATACATATTATAGAAAAATTATTAGAATTATTTGAAGATTGGGATTATATGACTATATATAGTAGAATTATTCATAATAAAAATATTGATAATGAAAATATAAAATTAGAGGTATTAAAAAATATATTATTATGTAAGAGAAACTGGAATTATACTAATATATTATTCTCTATTTATACCATACCTGGATGCATTATTAAATGGAATTTAATAGAATATATAATTTATCATTTTGGACATAATGTTAATTGGAATGATTTTAATAATATGTTAAATGACATGAAATTTATGGTAAAAAGTGAAGACAAAAAATTAAAGGATACTATAAGCAAACTGAAAATTAATAAGGGAAAGGATATGATCAAATGGTGACAGAATTGGTCATATTATCCCCAGTAATACTTTTATATTATTTTAAATTTATATCTGTGAATACATTAATTGTATTCTTCTTTATTTTATATTGGTTACCTAAACCATTGGTGATTTCTTTATTGGAATTTTTAGCGCCTTATGTAGCAACAAGAAATACTGCGTCTACTAATATTGCATTGACATTTGATGATGTACCCTATGGAAATCATAGAGATATCATTCAACTTTTAGATAAATATGGACATAAAGGTACATTATTCGTTATATCTGGAGATGTTAATGATACAGTTTTTGAAGATTTGGTTATGGCAGTTAGAAATGGACATCAATTGGGTAATCATGGTAAAACAAATTCAATGCATGCATTAAAAAGTTCTCATGCGCTTGCAGAGGAAGTTAAACATTGTGATGCATTAATTACAAAAATTTATAATGTGGCAGGTATTCCATTACCAAGTAAAATGTATTATAGACCAGGATGTGGAGCATTTCACGGTAAGATGAGAAAAATAGTTGAGGATATGGGATATAGGATAGCATTGGGATCTGTCTATCCTAATGATCCCGTGGTTAGAAGTAGTATATTAAACTACTATTATGTTAATGCTCATGTGGAAGCTGGAGATATTGTCATATTGCATGATAGAAAATGGACCCCTTATATGTTGAATAAATTATTATATAAGCTTAATGATAGTGGGTTGCGTTCGGTTACATTAGATAGTCTTCTGTAATATTATATAATGTATTATATATGATTGATATATATCATCTTACTTATAAATTAATAAATTATAAAAATTTATAAGAGATAGAAATTAATAAATTATAAAAATTTATAAGAGATAGAAATTAATAAATTATAAAAATTTATAAGAGATAGAAATTAATAAATTATAAAAATTTATAAGAGATAGAAATTATAAGTTACTAGAATTTATAAACTATAGAAATTTATAATAGATAGAAATTTATAATAGATAGAAATTTCTATAATATAGAAATTTTATGAGAGTTAGAAATTTGCATATATGATAAATAGTAAGATATAAATGATATAGATACTAAGCATTCATATTTATATAAATTCTATTCAATGGGATAGTATACATGAATAAAAATTGTGAGTTTGTAGATAAAAAATATTCATGTATACTATCCCATTGAATAGAATTTATATAAATATAAATGCTTAGTATCTATATCATTTATATCTTACTATTTATCATATATACAAGTTACAACATATAAAATTTTCTACTCTTACAAATTCATAAGATAAAATTATGGAATGTAATTATGTAATCATATAAGGTTACATTTCATAATTTTATAGTTCAATATTTAATACATATATTATACAATTATAATATATAAAGTGTAAATAAAATATTATTATTCATGATATATAATTCTATAACTTCATAATCTCTTATAATATTCTATAACTTTATAATCTTTTATAACAGGATGGAAGATTATAAAGTTATAGAATTATAAAGTTATAAAAGATTATAAAGTTATAGAATATTATAAGAGATTATAAAGTTATAAAGTTATAGAATTATAGAAGATTATAAAGTTATAAAATTATAGAATTATAGAAGATTATAAAGTTATAAAAGATTATAAGTATAATAAAATGATACTAATATTATGGTTATAAATTAATATAATTTATAATCTATGTATACCTATGCACGATTAATTTTTTAATATTTATGATTATTGATCAGTAACTATGGATATTAATATCTATATTAAAATATTTTCCTCTATTTATCATATTCTTTTAAAGAAAAATAAAAATATGTTGTTAATGAAATTACATAATATATAGTTTATAAAATTTTTTTATTATATATACTTATAAACTTCTGAAATATAAATTTTATACTTGTCTACGAAGTCATAAAAGAATAACATAAAATAAAGAAGATTACTTTTAATATTGATATCTATATTCATAATTGATGATCAATAATCATGAAATACTGTAAAATTAATCGTGCATAGGTATACATAGATTATAAATTATATTAATTTATAACCATAATATTAGTATCATTTTATTATACTTATAATCTCTTATAACTTTATAACTTTATAATCTCTTATAACCCAATCGAAGATGGGGCGAAGCACTTTATAATCTCTTATAACCCAATCGAAGATGGGGCGAAGCACTTTATAATCTCTTATAACCCAATCGAAGATGGGGCGAAGCACTTTATAATCTCTTATAATTTTATAATTTCTTGTAACTTTGTAATCTTCTATAACAAAATCGAAGATGAGCTTAATACTTGACATCATATGATAGCAATTTTTACTTTATACCCTGTTATAATGTTCTATAAACTTCTTTTCATATTACATATTATAATATAATCTACAACCAAATGATTTTATTAATTATATCTCCTACAAAATATAAGATTAGATAAAGATGGATGATTATACAAAGATCGAATATATTGCCTCAGGCTCATTTGGCTCTGTATCAAAATATACAAATAATACTACCGGAAATATACATTGCATCAAAAAAATGGAACTTGATAATTTTCCATCCTTCATAAGAGAAGTAGTAAATACTAGACGTTGCAAACATCCTAATATTGTTCCTATTAATGGCGCATATATAAGTACAAAAGATGATGGAGGATCTGGAAAATGTTGTATTATTATGCCTTACTCTGGGACAAATCTACGTTGGTATACAAGAGACCATGATATTCCAGAACATCAAATATTAGATTATGCAAAACAATTAATATCAGCCATTTCCCACATGCATAATAATAAAGTTATACATAGAGATATTAAACCTGAAAATATTTTAATTGATGGGAATAAACTATATATCTGCGATTTCGGATTATCTAGAAATATTACAGACAAAGGAAACATGACAGATCTAGTACAAACTATAGTATACAGAGCACCCGAAATCCTATTAGGATGTAACACATATAATGAAAAGATAGACATGTGGAGCATAGGTTGTATCATAGCCGAATTAATAAATGATAATATACTATTTACATCCTTATCCGAAATACAACAATTACATTCTATATTCTCAAAATTAGGAACTCCAAATAGTTCGTTTTTATGTAAGTATAACGGTGCAAATTTCAAAGTATACGACCCCATGCCAATTGGTGATATTGTTAAAACAAAGAATGATAAACTGCTAAAATTGTGTAAAGGATTATTATGTATTGATCCAGAAAAAAGATTGTCAGCAAACGATGCGTTGTACATTTTATCAGATGACATCATACCATACCAAATTAAATTATACAAAAAGAAAAGATATAGAATTCCCCCTAATACAGAAATTAATGATAAAATGAGAAAAATAATGTACAATTGGATGATGGAGGTAGCAAGGGAACAAAATTATTCCCTTACAACATTATTAAATTCTTATCAAATTATGGATAAATATCATAGTTTACAAAATATATCCAGAAAGAATTATCAATTATATGGCATTGTATCACTAAGTATATCCGCCGCCTTACATGATGTATATATTATTTCAGATAGAGATTATTTAGCATTAACTGATTGTACATATACGTTGGATGAATATTATAAATGTTTACAAGATATTCTTTCGAAGTTAGATTACAATGTCGATCTAGTCTCTTTATCTAATTATTGTATGCCTGTAAAAATGTTATTAAAGATAAAACCTATATTATATTATTTAATCATTTATCCAGAAGCACAACATTTGTCACATCAACAATTATGTATATTACTAAATAGTTGTTACAATATATATAAGAAATATAAAAATAATCCTACATCGTTGAATAAAGAATATATAAACCATATCATATTTCCATATTTAAAAGATATAAATGGAATAATAGAAAAGTTAAAAGAACATAGTGACGAATACAATACATTATATGAGTGTTTTCAGTATATAAATATATTAAAAAATGATATTAAAATTAATAAATGTGTATAATAATAATAAGAAGATGAAGATTAATGTATGGATTTCGTCGGTATGTTTTGGTTCCCAATCATTAAAATATTTACAATATACCATAGAAAGTTTATTAAAGATAAAGAAAGAATTTAAGATAGTACTATCTATTCACACAGATAATAATTTAAATTCTATCTATTCAATGTTGAAGAATGGAGATAAACCATATGAAGTTATGATTAGAGATAAGAAGATGTTACAGATAGATCATATAAGGAGTTTAGTGGTAGAGAACAGGGAAACCTTATCTAATGATGATTGGATTGTCTTTATTGATGATGATGATTTACTTTTGGATGGTGGTCTAGATTTAATAAATGATAAAATAGATGGATACATTGGATATCATTACATTCCAATTGTTGAAGATGAAAATGAAAACCAATCTTTGTTACAAAATAGCCATGAGTTGGATATTAATAATGTGTATAAATTTATAGAAAAAGAAAAGGAAATAATGTATAAAGATTGTGACTTTTCTGGATCAGCTATTAAGTTTGGACATTTATGTAATTTTTTAAGGTCAAAGATGGGAAGTTATTCTCATCAAGTAATGGATATTCGTATTATGGCATACATAGATGAATTACCTAATGCATTGAAGGAATCAGAAATTAAACAGTTATATAAGCCTTTTATATTTCATAGGATAAAACCATCTCCTTCATTATGGACTTTAGATTTAGGAATTAAAATGATGTAACATTACATTACATAATATAAAATATATAATTATATAATTATATAATATTTTATTTTAACCATAGGTAAAGTATAAACATGATAAATGTATATATTGATAATGAAAATTATGAAAATGGGGAAGATATAGGTATTATTAGAAATACTATAAACAATATACCAAATTCTACCGTAGAAACATACCTAAGACAGATTGATATGAGTATTTCAGATTCTTTAATTTTGGGATTGGGAACGGAAGGAAATAGTTCTGTATTAGTTTTTGTTTGTATTATTGATCCAAAAGGGCATAAGGAAATATATAATTTTAGACCAAATGTTTCATTTAACACTATATATAGTATATATGTTATAATTGGAGGAGAACGATGGGAGAAAGAATATTATAGAGATAAATATAATTATTTATTGGGATTAGAAGAGGGGAATTATGATTATGCTGCTATAAGATATATAATTGGCGATCATGAAGGTTATCCATTTGTTCCATCTAATGATGAGATGACAAAAGAATATTTGGATGGAATTGGATATGATGAAAGTAAGATCAACATTATAAGATTCAAATATAGTAGGTACATTTATGACTTAATAGATAGTGAGACCTTTGGAATCATTGATACATATTTTAGAAATAGATAATAAAATATAATGGATATATAAATGGAAAGTTTATATATTCTGGAACTAGAATATGGAAGAATATATGTGGGTAAAACTAGAAGGCTTTATGATAGAATATTAGAGCATTTTACTTATAATGGTTCAATCTGGACAAAATTGTATAGGCCTATAAAAATATTGGAAATTATAGAAGATCCAGATGACTTTGATGAAGATAAATATACCAAGATTTATATGAGAAAGTATGGAATTGATAAAGTTAGAGGTGGATCATATGTTACCCAAACGTTACCATATTATCAAATCCAATCTTTAGAGAAAGAATTATATACATCCTCTGATAAATGTTTTCAATGTGGCAAACAAGGTCATTATATTAAAGATTGTCCACAGAAGATAGAGAAGTCGGAAGGATGGGTTAGCTCAGCATTTTCCTGGTTATCATCTATTTTCATACAGAGGGGGAAGCTATGTGAAAGATGCGGGAGAAACAGTCATGCTTCAGTAAATTGCTATGCTAAAAAACATCTTAATGGAAAATACTTAAATGATTAAATATATTATACACAAACATATCTATTTAAATAAATATGTCTATTTACAATATAATTAATGACAAAGAAGAAGTTATAATAAATTTATTAGAAAGCGATTATAATATATTATGGGAACGAATTCCCATATTTCGACTTACGGACATTCAATCTAGAATATCCGATATATATTGTGGTAACAAAGAGTTTACTCATTTAGGAATATTATTACTACTAAATGTAATAAAGATTATGCAATGTAATATATCTAAGGAAGATGTATATTATATGTTAAAATTGGTGGATGGGTTATGCGTAGAATTACATGAAAAGGAAAGAAGAAAAATTAAAAGATTGGCATATAAGTATGATCTTCAAGATGCATGTCCTTCATTATTTTATAAGGTTGAGTTAATGAGAATTCCCAAGATTAGGTTAAATAGAATGGCAAATTTAAGATTTTATAATATGGTATCTCATATATACTATTACAAACATAAAATATTTTATGTATATGATGGAAATAGTATTTATTATTTTGATATAAATGAAGATAAAGATTATAAGTTGGTAGAATATAACGAAATAGTTACATTTGTTAGATATTATATAATAAATAATAAACTTTATTTAGTAATAGTACCAAATTATGAATATTCTTGGTATAAATTTGAAAATAATATACTATCAAAAGTATCATCAAAATCTATGAAGTGGATGAATAAATTCTTACTTAGAGTACCTAAGAATATGATCATATATCAAGGACCATTCCCTGCTATAATTAATAATAACATAGTGCCAAAGTTTGAGGAATGTAATGATGAAGAGTTGAAAGAATGGGAAGGAAAAGAAATTAGTATCGTATTATATGATAAATTAAATCTTATAAATGCAGGAAGGATGAAAATATTGAATAATAGAGGTGATATAATATTAGATGACGAAAAGTCTCCATCTATTGATGATAACATTTATACTATGTATGTAGATCAAATTATATTAAGGAGAGCATTATGTTCGAACAATGATATTGAATATTCGCATTTGATTGTATATACTTATGTTTAGAAATAAATTATTTATAATATATAAATGGATACTACAATAATTTGTTATAATATAAATAATTTTGATATTCCACTAAACAGATATATGAAGATAGGGTAGATAAAATTAAAATATCTTAGTATCGACATTCTAAATTTTTTATTTCTCTCTTAAAGAATAACATATTACAACGGAAACATTTTGACCGTGATCTTACGCTATCTAATTTATATAAATTAGATAAATATTATAACTTTTTTCTTGGTAGAATATTTAACATAAAATTATATGGTAAATTACCATATAAATATAATTAAAATATCTTATTATCGACATCACAATTTTTTATTTTGTCCTAACTTTAATAAACACTTAGATAATTATGTAACAGATAATAAAAATAATTTTTATTAATACACTATAAGATGTTGACTATTCATAAATTTATTATGAGATCCTCTAACATTACTATCATATGGTATCTTATTCCATAATTGCACATAATTTAACTTACGAAGTTCTTCCAACTCCCTAATACTATATCTCTTAAAGTATAGCATGTAGTCTAATTTTAAATCTGATAAGGATACACCTTCTTTTTTCGCTCGTTCTGCAAACTGTGGCGTTTTAAGTCTATTTATCTTCATCTTCGTTAGTAATTTACATATTAGACTATAATGATCCCTATCATTCTGTGTTAAAATTTTATCAAAGTTTGTGGCGCAACCAAATGTTGTATTGAAGGACATTTTAATACACCTTTTCTATCTTTATCAATTTCAATTTCATCCAGAGATATCTTTAGGTTATATAATTTCTTAATACATTCTTATTCAAGAATTAATAAGAGTATAGAACTAATACATAAATATTGTCTATATAATATTTATAAAATATTATATTATAATAAGATTAAAATTTAAAATTAGGATGATCCTTACATAACATAACACAAGAATATAAAATTCGAATTGCCTTTTCTATCTCATCATTATACGGACAACAATTATTTAATAACCAACTTATAACTTTTAAATTACCTTTATGTATTGCAATCTCTAAACATTCATAATTCATAACACCTCCCTTACCTTTCAAATATTTCATAAACTCAATATCGTACGATAATACTGCAGATGGAAACGTTCCCTCATTAAATAATTTCACTATATCAACATTCATTTCCTCCACCGCCCCCATTATCACATCTCTATATTTTGGTTTTGATATAGCAGTATTAAATACTACATTATCTATAGGACATCCATATTCTACATCATATAAAATTCCATCTTTCTTATTAGGATTTAATAACCAATATAACATCTCTATATCATCGTTATTTATTGTTTCGATAAGTAATTGTGAATCCCATGGACATCCATTAACTATATCCCTTCCAATTATTTCTCCATTTTCATTCATTACTCTATTGGGGTTAGACATTAGTTTAACCAATGGAAAGTATTCTTCAGGATCCTCTATAATCTTCACTAAATATGATAATATCTCTGGATTCCATGAACATCCATTAATTACATCTCTTCCATGACCTTCGATATGTAACGGGTTCATTAACCATTCCACTGTTGCTATTTTATTATTATATATAAATCTAAATAAGTCTTCTATTAATATAAATTCCTCTTCCATTGATTCCCTCATCCAATTTAATATTTCTATATTTCCCATATAAACAGCATATGCTAAACTATCTACATTCCATAAACAACCATTAGTTCTATCTATGTCCATTCTTGAATTAAGTATAGGATTCGCCAGCCATTGGATACATTCTAATCTACAACTTTGTATTGCTAAATTAAATGTGTTATCATTCCAAATATTGTCGTGATATTCTTCTTTGTATTTATTATACATCCATTTCATAACTTCTAGATTACCATTATAGGCTGCAGCATTAAAAGATGATGTACTTATTGGTAAAGTTTTCAATACTTCTAAATTATTATGATATGAATAATATACAGAAGAACACATTTCTGGAATAGAATAGTTCTTTGACATCCATCGTAAGGTTTCCTCATTAATATAACTAAAGATACCATTCCATTCATCTATATCAAATTCAAATTCTATATATTGGGATAAATATTCTGCAACAGTTAAATTATTATTCTTTAATGATGTATAAATATAAGATACGTTTAATATTTCATTTAGATTATAATGATTATCTTCTATTAATTTGTTTAGGAACCATTGTAAGTTTTCTAAACATCCATACCCAACAAGTTTTATTATTATAGTAATTATAAGTTGATTATTTCCTGGGGTGATACAAGTTGAATATAAACATTTCATCAATTGTAAAGATTTATAGGATTCCACATAATAATGTTTAGGTATAATTCTTCTTTTACTTATGATCCATTCTATAGTTTCAATATCCCCTGATATAATAGCTTGAAGTAAACAATTATTATCTAAATCAATTCCATTATATTTACTTTTTTGTACTAAATCATAATAATATTTAATAATATTTAATTTACCATATCTACAGGAAAAATATAATTGGGATATGGAAGGTTAAAAATATATATATTGTAAAGTTTGCAAATTATTATTTCGTATTAGACTATTTATACTTATAGGATTAGAGATATAAGAATACAAGAATTTATTAACTAGTCGAAATAATGTTCTATCTAGTGGATTTATAAAAGTATCTATCATATAAAGAAAACAATCTTTTGTTATATTATATTCCATTTTATTATATGACAAAATGATATTTAAATATTTTTATTCTATTTATAGAATCTTACAATATGTATCCTAAGAAATCATACATCACCAAAGACGAAGCCGATATCACAAGATTATTAAACTTACCCAAAGAATATTTGAACAAGGCGTTGTCCAATTATGATGTAAATAGATTAATAACTTTGTGCGGTAAAGACAAACGATTGATATCTTTATGTGATGGAATGTGGAAAGACAAGGTATTAAATGATTTTGGATTGCAATTATATAAAACAAGAGATGCCGAGGATAAGTTTAATTTAGTTAAATATTTGTATTCTGATGGGGCTGATGCGGTTGTTAAAATAATAATAAATACTAACACTAACAATAAATTAAATCAATCGGAGTTATTACGATTATCACTTCGCGCATGTGGAAATGCTGTACATAAATTACCGGAAGGATTGATATCTGTGCCGGAAAGGAATGTGGAAAGTATAAAATATGATGGTGATGATAGTTATTTTGGGGAGGTTGGGGGTATTATGATAGAATGTTGGGATGGAAAGTTTTACATGGAGGAGATGGATGATACTGGATCATATAATTGTTATCTAGTTCCTAACGTTAATAAGAAATTGAGGATGGGAGATTTGGAAAAGATACAAGGAACTTTTAATAGTGGAAAGGTTATTGTTTTGTATAAGTTCTCTAAATTGGGAAAATTTGCTTATAATCCTATAAATAATGTGGAAATTTTGGATATGGCAGATACTGAAGATCAACAGGAATATTCGGATGATGAAGATTTGCCACCACAGTATACATTATTTTATAACTTTACTGACAAATCAAAGTTGAACATATCCTTTTCTTAATTAATACCTAAAATAGATATAACATTACATAATGTTATATGTTATTTATTCTACACGTTACAATTTCTTATCTTATAATCTCTTATCTTGTTGTCTCTTATTATAAGATAAAAAGAATACTAATATTCTGGATATAAATATATGTTAATTTTATCTTATGAGGTGGTATACATGGACATTTTCATATAATTTTTTATATGAAAAATACAAATGTGAGATATTAATATCTATATCTAAAATTATCTTCTCTTTCCAAATTATTCTTTTAAGGGGTTATAAATTTTAATGTCTCTAACTTTATAATTATATATAATAAAAAATTTTATAAACTATATATTACACATTTCGTGAACTCCAAGAAATTATAATCGCTTAAAAGAATAATTTATTATGAGGATATAATTTTAGATATAGATATTAATATCTCACATTTATATATTTTCATATAAAAAAATTATATGAAAATGTCCATGTATACCACCCCATAAGATAAAAATTATATAAAATATGGGTATTAAAGTCAATATCATATTTATATCATTCTATTGTATTTATAACAAATCCAAAACACTTTCTATAGTTTATAGATTATAAAGTTATAGATTGTAAAGATAAGATTATAAAGATAAGAGATTATAAAGATAAGATTATAAAGATAAGAGATTATAAGATAGAAGATTATAAAGATAAGAGATTATAAGATAGAAGATTATAAAGATAAGAGATTATAAAGATAAGAGATTATAAAGATAAGATTATAAGATAGGAGATTATAAAGATAAGAGATTATAAGTTATAGATTATAAAGATAAGAGATTATAAGTTATAGATTATAAAGATAAGAGATTATAAAGATAAGATTATAAAGATAAGAGATTATAAAGATAAGAGATTATAAGATAGGAGATTATAAAGATAAGAGATTATAAAGATAAGAGATTATAAGATAGGAGATTATAAAGATAAGATTATAAATATAAGATAAGAGATTATAAGATAGGAGATTATAAAGATAAGAGATTATAAGTTATAGATTATAAAGATAAGAGATTATAAAGATAAGAGATTATAAAGATAAGAGATTATAAAGATAAGAGTATAAAGATAAGATTATAAAGATAAGAGATTATAAAGATAAGAGATTATAAAGATAAGAGATTATAAAGTTATAGATTATCTTTATAAGAGATTATAAAGATAAGATTATAAAGATAAGAGATTATAAAGATAAGAGATTATAAAGATAAGAGATTATAAGATAGAAGATTATAAAGATAAGAGATTATAGAGATTACAAGAGATTATAAATCTATAATAACAAGAACATAAAATTAATAATTTAAATATATTAAACTATTAAATAAAAGGATGGAGTTATATAATGATATATATAAACTGATTCTATCTCATAGTAGCGAAGACGATCTAATACATTTCAAACTTGTAAGTAAATTTTTTAATCATACAATACATAATATGATAGTTGTCTGTAATGATTTAACTGATATATTAGTTCATAAAAAATATTTATCTCTGAACTTATGGTATAATAATGAAATAAAGAAGATGAACTTAATAGAAAATAGTAAAAATAGAATATTATCTAAATGTAATAACTTATATAATGATTATGATATTACAAAAAATAAAAAATATAACATTATGAATAGTTGGTATGGAAAACAATTAGAACATCTTAGAAGGAAAATATTTATAAATAGTTGCGGAGGAAATATTTATATGTTCAACAAATATTTTTCTTGTATATACGATATATCAGAAGATACTTTAATAGAATGTTTAATTCTTTCTATTAAATATAGGAATCATTATATTTTTACAAGATTGTTAAATATAATAAAACAAATATGCTTTAATAAATATAGTATTATAGAAATATGTTCTAATGCTTTTCATTATAATTTCGGATGGGAAGATATCATGTTCTTATATGATATTGATATACAAACATTATATAATACATGTATATCAAGTGACATTAAAGCTTGTTATTACATATATAAGAATTACAAGGATAAATTGGAAATAAGTAAGACAGAAATAATTATAAACTGTATAACTCAAGGAAAACACAATTATATAGATAAATATTGGAAAAAAGAAATAGAAGGATTAAATGATATAAACGAGGATGAATGGAATATTAACGAATATGAATTTTATAGAATATTTAGACATTATAATCAAGAAGAAAGTATAAACATATGTCAACAATATAACATACCTCACACAATAGAAGATGAATTACCAAATTATACTAGATACTTAGATAGGAATAATATAATATCTCCATCCGTAAGGAATGAAGTTACCGATAATAGAGGAATATTTAATGGAAATGATCAAGCATTAATGATAGAAACTATAAGTTATATATCGGATACATTAGATAATATATGTGAATGTACTAACACATGTCATTGTTTACAAAGGACGTTAAATGTTATATCCGATACAGAAAACTTTGGCAACGTCCCTAAATCTTCATTTATTATCCCATATCGTAATCGTTAAATATATTATATAATGATTCAACCGTAGGTGAGGCGAAGTAATGAACCGAAGGCATGCTTTAGCACTTGCTATCAAAGATAATAACTTATAGATTATATAATAGTTATAGATTATATAATTGTCTTGTAGATTATATAATAGTTATAGATTATATAATTGTCTTGTAGATTATATAATAACTTACAGATTATATAATAGTTATAGATTATATAATTGTCTTGTAGATTATATAATAACTTATAGGTTATACAATAATTATAGATTATATAATAGTTATAGATTATATAATAGCTATAGATTATATATAACTATAATTCTAAAATGTTATAAGATATAAACAAGAAGACAATATGATATTAACATTATGGAGTATATATTATACAAATTTAACTTCATGTGTACCGCCACATGAAACTTTTACATAAAAGTTTATATAAAAGATATAGATTTGAATGTATTAAGTACTATATTAAAAATAGTATCCTTCTAATAAGTTATTCTCTCTTGTAGAGCGCAAGCGAGATAAGCGATTATAAAATTTCAATGTCCCTAGCTTTACAAATTATATATTATAAAAATTTTTTATAAACTCTGAAATTTTATAATCGTTTATCTCGCTTGCGCTCTACAAGAGAGAATAACTTATTAGAAGAAGACTATTTTTAATATAGTACTCCATTATCTAAATTATATAATTTAGATACCATTTATATGAAATTTCTCATGAAGTTAAATTTGTATAATATATACCCAATAATGATAATACAATTTTCTTCTTTTATTTTAGAATTATATATAATTCTCTTTCAAGTTACAATCTCATTCTATAAATAATTTATAATCCATAAGACAATTATATAATCTATAAGACAATTATATAATCTATAAGACAATTATATAATCTATAAGACAATTATATAATTCATAAGACAATTTTATGTTACATTAATTATTCCATTCTCTATAAGAATAGATACTCGATCCATACCAAATTCTAATAGTTCTTCATCCGTAAGAGAATAACATACCTTAACATCCATTGATGATAACATAATTAATATATTAACAGGTAAATATTTTCTTAACATTCTATCTATATTACTCATATTCAAATTATAATATATATCAAGAAATTTATCCACATCATCATTCTTTATCATTTTTTCTAATTTACTATCATCCCTACTATTATAATAATTAAGAATCTCCCTCTGTTCGATATCATCTTTATTATCCACATTATCTTCTATTCCATCCTCCGTTTCATATTTTATACTATTATATTCATCATAATATTCACTCTTTTGTAATAATTCCATTATTTTTGTGTAATCTTTGGACATCGAGAAAATATGTCTCTCAATTAATTTATTGACATTAGTAGCTCGTTTATATGTACATATATCAAATACTTCCTGCTCTGATAATCCAGAAATATATGGTAACACTAAAGTTAATAATGGAACCATTGATAATTTATATAATATATTTTCATCAATATCCCATAAACTTATCCGAGATACGCTTGCTACCATAATCTTGATTAACGTTTTTAATAAATCTTTTGACTTTGTATAATTTTCATCTGTCCATCCAATAACCAAAATAGAAAACATTTGTGTAGGATATAAGTTATAATAATATTCGAAGAATCCATGACCTATTACATTTCCAAATATAAAATTATATAACTTACCATAACATTCCTTATTAATAAAATATTTTATACATATATTTATATCCTCATGAATACATCCACCATTTTTAAACGAACTACTCACCCTTTGTAATAAATTATTCATGTATGTAGATATATCTCCTTCTTGAATATCAATAATTCCATAGCATAACTTATATACATAATATGGATTTACTGTATGCTTTAATAAATCTTTTATCATATTTTTAACATTATATTCTATTTTAAATCTTTCTGTATTAGATATATTATCTTCTTTATATTTTGACATATTATAACAGGATATTATATATGATAACAAGGGAACATATCTTTCACACATTAATTTTTGTAATTCAAATAAATTTAAGGTATCTGAATTGATATTCGAATCAAAAAATATATGATTTATAATTTTATTTAATGTTTTATTTCCACCTTTATAACCAGCCAATACTTTTGGAGAATATTTATTTATATAAGATAAAGATAATAAAGATTTATCGTCTAGTCTATCAAATATAAGATAATTTACTTCAACAGGTAATATTTCCATCTTTTAACTTATCATGAATACCAAATATAATTATATATCAATTTAATTACTATATCATGATATTAATTTATAAATCTTATATAATATATTCATACCAATTATTAAAGCTAATAATTATAGAGATAATATAATAGAATAGTTGATAGTAACGATCATACATTAATAGTAAAAATATATGTTATGTTATCTTATATGATAACATAAATTATAATATTAATATTAATATCATAATTTATCTTTCTTATAATGGATGATTAGAAGAAAAATGAAATCGCTTAAAGACATATTGTAAGATATAATGAGGAGAGTGTGTTCACCTTCTTTCTTCCTTATTTTATTCATTCTTTGGATTTGTATATTGTCTAAGGAATACCATGGAGTTTTTTGGTGTTATACCCTATGCGTTCGCGCCTAACACTGTTTCTTCCGTATTCTTTATGTTCGATATCTTTCCTACCTTAATTATGTGAAATAGAGATAAAGAAAGTGCATATTCAACCTGTACAACTAACATACCAAATCTGATTCATAATAATATGGATTAGATTGCTGACACATAATTTCTACGCCAAACATATAACTTAATACAAACATAACTTTCAATATTAGCATTTATAATTTATTTGTTAATATTGTTGAAAATTATAAGATGTCCTCTTACAATTCATCTCAAGAATTTTCGCGCCTCTAAGGAGAATGTTGACTTTTTGTGACCTTCAGAAGTTAATCATACCATAAAAAAATTTTTTTTCTAAGATGTCCTCTTACAATTTATCAATATTTATATTAAAAATTTTTGAGCCTCTGGGGAGAATGTTGACTTTTATGACCTTTAGAAGTTAATCATACCATAAAAAATTTTTTTTTCTAAGATGTCCTCTGAGAATCTATTAACATTCATTTCAAAAATTTTCATTCCAGAATAGAATTTCGCTCTTTATATATATGTGCGTATGTGGTCAACGATATTGATCATTGGTTGTTTATCATAATTTAAGTTATATAATTGTCTTTATGGATTATATAATTGTCTTTATAGATTATATAATTATACTTTATAGATTATATAATTATCTTTATAGATTATATAATTATCTTTATAGATTATATAATTATACTTTATAGATTATATAATTATCTTTATAGATTATATAATTATACTTTATAGATTATATAATTATCTTTAATCTTATCCTATATACTTATACTTTATAGATTATATAATTATACTTTATAGAGTATATAATTATATTTAATCTTATCCTATATAATTATCTTTAATCTTATCCTATATAATTATATTATCCTATACAATTATCTTTAATCTTATCCTATATAATTATCTTTACTCTTATCCTATACAATTATCTTTAATCTTATCCTATATAATTATCTTTAATCTTATCCTATATAATTATCCTATCATATATATTACTATTCCAATTTTATATCGGAAATTTTATTCTAGAATTCTTTAGTTTTTCATATATTATGTCATCATATGGACAACCATTATCCAATAACCATTGTATCATATTAAAATTTCCTTTTATTAATGCAACTTCTAAAGCCATCTTATTTAATTTACATCCTTTAGATAATAAGTATTGGACTCTGGAAAGATGGTTAGACATAACTGCACATGATATACTATTTTCTGTAAATGCACTCTCTATTTTTATTCCCATTTCCATAAATAATTCTAACACCCAATCCATATACTCTCTTTTATTTTTACTTATTGCTATATCAAATATTATATTGTCTATAGGAAATCCATATTGTTTATCATATATAACTCCATCCACCCCATTTGGATTAACTAACCATTTGGCAATATCTAATCGACATGAACTTAATGCCTCGCATACCACTATTGGATCTCTAGGACATCCCAAAATATTATCCCTACCTCTACCTGTATGTCTGGTTGGTGTAGGATTACATAATAATTTCATAATTGGAAATATGTCATCAGAGTTAGACCTTATGACCTGGCATAATATCTTATAATTCCACGGACAAGAACTTTTTACATCTATATCTGCATCTTTTATATTTATTTCTTTGGGATTTAACATCCATTTAATAATTTCTATATTACCTAACTCTGCCGCAATATTAAAGCTCTTAGATGTCCATAATGGATTTTCATCCGTTACTCTATAAAGCCATTTCATTATAGATAAATTTCCAGTTAATATTGCAGTATCCATACTATCAGCATTCCATATACATCCATTATCTATTATCCAATTTAGAATATGAGAATGTTCATATTGAATTGCTAAATTAAAAGTATTAGAATCCCAAGGACATCCATCTACAATGTCCCTTTCTAATCCATTTATTTCTTTAGGATTACATAACCATTTCACAGTAGACAAATTTCCAGCAATTACCGCGGCATCCATCATATATTTTTCTAACATATATCCAGCAGTGTAATATTCCTTTAATTTATGTAATTCTCCCGTGTATGAATAGTATGGTATTAAATAATGAGATGGAATATCAAATCCAGATAATATCAACCAATTCATAGTATCTTTGCTTAAATTAAATATGAGATCTTCCCAGTCTACATCATATGGACATCCAATATTCATTAAATATTCGCATATCTCTGTATTATTATTTCTTAGAGCAATAGCAAATATATTATTATCTAATTCTAATGGTGTGGATAATTTATTTATGAACCATTTTAAATTATTTATATCATCAGATATAATTAAGGAAACTACTGCGTCCCCTGATATGACACATTTATCATATAAATATTCCATGATAGGTAGATTGCCAAGAAGACAGGCAAGATCATAACATTGTGATATAGTTGGTACTTTCTTATCTTCTATTATAAATTTTATACAATCTAAATTTTTAGAGGCAATGGTATTATGTAAACAATTAAAATCAAAATCAAACCCCTCATATAATTTATTATTTTCCATCATATCAAAATACCATCTCATTATATCTATTCTTGCATATTTGCATGCTAATGATAATTGATCTATATCATAATCATAATATAAATATTGTAAGGTTTGTAAATTTCCATTTTGTATTAAAGAGTTTATATTAATTTTACCTTTAATGGTATTGTATAGTTCTTTGTTGACTAGACGTAATAATGTTCTCTCCTTATCATCTAAAAAATTGTTTATTGTATATAAAAAACAATCTTTTGTTATAATAAATTCCATAATTTATTATATATAATATTTTATTTTGTATAATCCAATTGAAGATAGGGCAAAGATAGGCCGAAGCACTTATCATCATATAATGTCAAGCTCTACTTTATAATTGTATATTATCATAAGTTAATATTGTTATCATAAGTTGACTATTGTGCTGATATAGATGAATTATATAACTACATAAAGTTTAAAATACTTAATACACGAGACAAAAATGGTATTAATAATATGAATATAATTATACATATTATTGAGGTCATGGGATACTACACATGAAATAAAATGGAAGAATAAGGATGTAACATAATAAAATTATATAGTAAGTATCCCTTTAATTATAAAGCTATTATTTATCTCTACATCCCCATTCTCCTATTTTATTTCATGTGTAGTATCCCATGACCTCAATAATATGTATAATTATATTCATATTATTAATACCATTTTTGTTGTAAGAGATAAGAATAATAAAAAAATAGTAAGTATTCTCAGCTACATTTTTGTTTTGCTTCATGTGTTCCTATACATAAACTCAATAATATATATAATTGTATTCGTAGTATTAATACCATTTTTGTCTTTTGTCTTGTGTGTTATAGTTTTGTATATCATTGTCATGGTAGAAAGTTGTGGAAGATTATAAAGTAGAGCTTGCCATCATATGATGGCAAGTGCTTCGCGCCATCTTCGATTGGATTATAAGAAGTTATAGAATCATAAAGTTATAGAAGATTATGAAGTTATAGAAGATTATAAAGTTATAGAAGATTATAAAGTTATAGATTGCAAATTATAGAATTATAAAATTATAGAAGATTATAAAGTTATAGAATTATAAAGTTATAGAAGATTATGAAGTTATAGAATTATAAAGTTATAGAAGATTATGAAGTTATAAGAGATTATAAAGTCATAGAAGTTATAGAATTATAAAGTTATAGAAGATTATAAAGTTATAGAATTATAAAGTTATAGAAGATTATGAAGTTATAGAATTATAAAGTTATAGAAGATTATGAAGTTATAAGAGATTATGAAGTCATAGAAGTTATAGAATTATAAAGTTATAGAAGATTATGAAGTTATAGAATTATAAAGTTATAAAGTTATAGAATTATAGAATTATAGAATTATAGAATTATAGAATTATAGAATTATAAAGTTATAAGAGATTATGAAGTTATAGAAGTTATAGAATTATAGAAGATTATGAAGTTATAAGAGATTATAAAGTTATAGATTATTATAAATTCTAAGAGATTATAAAGTTATAAGAGATTATAAAGTTATAGATTATTATAAATTATAATACAATAAAAATATTGTATTAATTGTCTTTATTAATTAATATGTTAATTTTAGTCAATGTGGTGCTATTCATAATAACTCAGTAATATAACGTTACATACAAGATTATTATAATTTGCAATCTATAATCTTCTATAACTTTATAATCTTCTATAACTTTATAATTCTATAACTTCATAATCTTCTGTAACTTCATAATCTTCTATAACTTTATAACTTCATAATCTTCTATAACTTTATAACTTTATAATCTTCTATAACTTTATAATTCTATAACTTCTATGACTTCATAATCTCTTATAACTTCATAATCTTCTATAACTTTATAATTCTATAACTTTATAATCTTCTATAACTTTATAATTCTATAACTTTATAACTTTATAATCTTCTATAACTTTATAATTCTATAACTTTATAACTTTATAATTCTATAATTTTATAAGAGATTATAATTCTATAACTTTATAATCTTCTATAATTTTATAATTCTATAATTTGCAATCTATAACTTTATAATCTTCTATAACTTTATAATTCTATAACTTTATAACTTTATAACTTTATAATTCTATAACTTTATAACTTTATAACTTCATAATCTTCTATAACTTTATAATTCTATAACTTTATAACTTTATAATCTTCTATAATTTTATAATCTTCTATAACTTTATAATTCTATAATTTTATAACTTTATAATTTTATTATGATTATATAACGTAGATATAGATTTAGGATAAATTATATAATTGCCTATATACATTATAATATAATGTATATAATTATATTAAAATTTTAATATATACTATTCTTGATATTCTGCTAATTCTTGACATTTGGATAATATAATTACTGTATTTTCTTCATCTCGTTCATCCAATTGTTCACATAGATGATGTACTTGACCTTTGGAAATAAATAATACATCATATCCTATCCCTAAATCTTTAGCTAAGAGGCTTTTAGCTTCCTCACTATGATTCCATAAACCTACGACAGGTTCTATCCCTCTTGGAGATTTTTTATCCTTGTATAATTTAATGTATAACGATAATTCTTCTACAATAATAGTACCAATTCCTTGTCCTCGGGCTATTTTCTTTTCGAAAGGAGTAAATGGATCCATAACTTCAAAATCACGCATGTGACTTTTAGGATTCCAATAATATCTTTTAATGTCATCGGGATCAGAATCATTACCAAAATCAAATAATGCCATATTTATATTTCTTTCATTACATGTTATTTTAACCTTATTATTTACAATAAGTTCTATAGGTGTAGGATCTGGCACAATTTCACTTTCAAACAAGTGATCAATATCTATATTAGTAATATTAGTGTTACCCATTATTATGATTATCGTTATTCTTCAACATTTTTAATTTTAATTCAATTTTACCATATTATATTTATATATAACTATATAGATCAATGAATATGATTATAGATTATATTACATTATATTCTAATTAAAATAAAAATATGATATTAACATTATGGAGTATATGTTATATTAATTTGATGTCATGTATACTATCCCATGAAAGTTTTTTATTAACTTATTATATAAATATAAGGATTGTAAGTATTAAGTTCTATATGAAAGTAATCTCTTATTATTGTATAATAACTTGTTAAAAACTTTCATGGGATAGTATACATGACATGAAATTAATATAACATATACTCAATAATGTTAACACCATATTTTTATTTTATTTATGTTTAAATCATTATACAATCTATAAAGATAATTATAGATAATTATATATAAAGACAATTATCTATAAGAACAATTATATATAATTGTATTATAGATTATATACTAATTATGGTTAAATCATTATATAATCTATAATACAATTATATAATCTATAATAACTTTATTCTATATTATATTAATTATTCCGTTCTCCATAAGAATAGATATATGGTCCATATTAAATTCCATAATTTCTTCATCTGTAAGTGAATAGCAAACCTTAGCATCCATCGATGCCAACATAATTAATATATTAACAGGTAAATATTTTCTCATTATTTTACACATATCATATATGTCCAATTCATAATACATATCAAGAAATTTATCAACATCATCATTCTTTATTACTTTTTCCACTTTACTATAATCCTTATCATTATAATAGTTAATGATTTCTTGCTGTTCGATATCATCATCCTCACCTTTCTTATCATCTATATCTTCTTCTGTCTTGTCAGAGTTGATATACTTATCATAATATTCACTATCTTGTAATAATTCTAGCATAAGTTGGTATTCTAAGGACGTCTGTAATATTTTATTTATATTAGTTACCCGTTTATCAGTACATATCTTACATACCTCATCCTCCGATAATCCAGAAATATATGGTAAGGATGATACTAACAATGGTACATTGGATAATTTATGTAATATTTTCTCATCAATGTGAGACAAATTTATTCGAGGTGCACTTGATAACATGCTTCCAACCAACTTTTTCAACAAATCTTCAGACTTTCTATAATTTTCATCGGTCCATCCAATAACTAAAATAGAGAATGTTTGAGTGGGATATAAGTTATAATAATATTGGTATGCCCCTGATTCTAAAATCTTTCTAGCTATCGCTTTATATAATTTATCATAACAACTTTCATTAATAAAATATTTTATACATGTGTCAATGTCTTCATGTACAAAATATCTTTCTAATACACTATTAACTCGTTGAAATAGATTATTCATAATTATGGAAACCTCGCTATCTAAAATATTGATATAACATACTTTATATATAAATCTTGGATTGGTTGTACATTTTACTAATTCTTTTATAACGGTTCTAACATTATGTTCTATTTTATACTTTTCATTATCCAATACATTTTCCATAAATTTTAGTTTGTTGTACGACTTAACGATATGATATATTAATGAAATATGTCTTTCACACATTAATTTTTGTAATTTAAATGAATCAAACATATTGGAATCCATATTCCATCCAAAGAAGACATAATTTATAATCTTACTTAATGTCCTGTCTTCTTGTCCATAATTAGACACTAACTTAGGATAATATTTATTAACATATGCAAGAGATAATAAATCTTTATCATCCAGCTTATCAAATATAAGATAATTTACTTCAACAGGTAATATTTCCATCTTTTAACTTATCATGAATACTAAATACAATTATATATCAATTTTAATTTTATATATTTAAGAGATAATAAATCTTTATCATCTAGCTTATGAAATATAATATATTATATTTCTATCGTTTAAAATATCATGAATATTAAATTTAATATTTAGCAATTGTTCAATTCTGTATAAGAATTAGTTATACCATATATATCAACATAACATTCAGACTATACACTTTTTACATAAATATATTCGTCATTATATTCTATTTCGAGATTTTGTTATGTTTATTAAATTGAGATTTTAATATTATTCCATTTTTATAATGAAATGGAATCACACAATAATATATCTCTTACTTCGTGTAAAGTGGCTACGAAGATGGAGGACTTAACAGAAACAGAAGTTAAATTATGGATACAATGGTTGAAGACATTTACTGATGATGTTGATGATTACAAAGATAACCTCTTTAATGAAGATAATTGGGAATGGGAAGGATACAATGATGAGATTAGAGTTATGATATGGGAAATTATTTCCGATGATAAAACATATAAATTAATAGATATGAATGGATGGCCTGGAGATAATGAAAGTGGTGCTATATTCTTAAATAATGAAATTATATTTACAAATAGAGATACTAATTTGAGTCATAATGACAAAACACCAAAATTCTTGATAGATAGAAAGGAAGATATGGAACATGTTAGAACCTTTTCTTGTTATCCATCTAGAGATTGTACATATTGTAAAGAGTTAGAGGGAAAGGTGTGCCAATAACATTTTTACTTTACTTTCTAATTCAGATACTCTCTTTTCCAGAGAACAAGTATAACATAAATATCCTATATAATTATCATCTCCATCATATTTGGGACCATAATATACAATTTTGTCGGTAAAGGTTTTACATAATTGACATCTGTCCTCTTCCATTTTAATAGTGTGTCGTTATATATTTATTATCAATTTATATATTTAATTGATAATGATAATTAATTATTATTACTATAAATAATGGAAGAAAATATATTATATAATGAGATTGGGGATATGATAATGGCATTACCATATGAGAATTATAATAAATTTGTTAATAGGATACCAATATATAAGGAGATGAAAGAAGAATTTAGAATTTCTGATATATATTGTGGAAATATAAGGAATTCTCGTATTGCTATATCCTCATTTATTTTTATTATGAATATCTCTAATGACGATGAAGTTATACAATTACAGAAGGATGAATTGACAAATATGTTAAAATTAGTAGATGGATTATGTATTGTACTAACAAATAAGGAAATTTCTATATGTAAAATTTTATGTCATAAATATGATATTAAAAGACAGGTATTTCCATTTTTATATAATAAAGAACAGTTAGTATTGCTATATAGTTTAAAGAATATATTGGGTAAAATATACAATGGTATTTATTATTATAAAAATAATGTATTTTATTTATATGATAACAAATTATATTGTTGGAATTTTACGAATAATATGATTCATAAAGTAAGTAAAAGCTTGAAAATAAAGGGAAGTCACTTAAATTTTATACATTATGTTATTATAAGCAATAAGTTATATGTAAAATTATCATATATACATAATATATTAGTTTTTAGAGAAATAGTATGTGATGGGGACAACTATAAATTAAAATATATAGGATATCCGGAAATGGATATGGTGTATGAAAGAATCAAGGAAAATAAGTATGATATTAAATGTATTAGTAAATATATAGGTGATGGTATTTCAGAATATAATGGTATGGTGAAAATGGCATATGGTGATGACATAATAAGTAAAAAATATAAGGAATATTCTAGAATATCAAAAATAAATAATGGAAGACATGTTATAGTTGGAAATTCTCAATTTTTAGAAATATATTATATTTTATAATTTTATTAATTGTTAATAATTTTATAATTCTATTAGTTGTTAACAATTTTATAATTTTATTAGTTGTTAACAATTTTATAATTTTATTAGTTGTTAATAATTTTATAATTTTATTAGTTGTTAATAATTTTATAATGCGGCGGTAATAAGTTGAGAAGTAAGTTGTGGATTTTGTTGAGCAAAGTCCAATACTTGAGTAGTAACTTTGGATGCAGAAGATTGAATAAAGGAACCAACCGCTACTATAATAATACCGAACAATGATATCCAGGCGGATGCTAGAACTAAATTTCTTATAGTTCCTAAGCTTGAACCACTTGGACTATTGGAGTCGTTAACATTTATTCTACTGGCGGCATAAAATGCCAGGAAGATAGCGATGGCAATAAAAAGTAATCCTATCCAAATAAATAAACTCATACCTTTTCTTTTCATTATCTAATAAAATGATTTAGAATATTAATTAAATAAATATAAAATGATAAATTGGAATTATACTAATAATATTTTTGGAGATTTGGATACAATAGTTAATGATTTAGATTCTATACCCCATTATGTCGATAAGGATGTTCATGACGTAGTTAATCCATCAAACTTTTTTGACATTATATATGAAATAGATAAATTTAAGGGAGATAAGTACACTTACAAATGTTGTAAAATTGTTGTAGAAGGAGATGAAGATTATGGGATGAGAAGGGAGTGGATAGGCAAAGACGGAAAGCTACAATATTGGATATATGAAGATGGATATGCCGTTATATGGGAATTAGGTAGTAAATTTTTAATCCTTGGAAATGGAGGTTGCCATCCATTTATTGTTACTAATACGTTCCAATTCTATAATACGGATGGATCAACCTTTGAAGACATTGATTTTCCATCATTGACATTGGATGGTATTAAAGAATTAACTAAAAGTAAATTATTTACATATATATTCAGTCAAATGCATTAACATAAAGATATATTTATAAATTTATAAATATACTGTATATTTATAAATGGAAATTATATTAAATGATATAATTGTAAATGAAATATTAACTAGGTTAACATCATATGAATTACTAAATTTTGCTATATGTAATAAACATTTTAATACTATATGCAACAAATTTTGGAGGTCTTTAGTTATTAACAAATCTTCTATACACAACAAAAATATAGATTGGAAGGAAGAATATAAAAAACTTTATATAAAGTTTATTCCTATCGTATATAATGGAGATATAATTAAAATATCTGTTTTAGATTATTATGATACTTTATCTTTAAACTTTATTCATAGGGACATATATAACTTTATCAAGCGTAGCACTAATTATTGTATTATATTACTTTCTGGTTTACATGTGGTATCTGTCTATAATCGTACTAATTTATTATTTAACTATAATATTACAAAAAATATAGACAGAATATTACTTATTGATGATAATGAAGTTATGGATACATTATTATATATGAATAATTATATATGTAAGTATAAATTAAATGATATTGTTATTAATGGTATTTTTTCGTGGTTAAGTACTCCTCCAATTTATGGTGTAGTAGATGAAGGAATATTAAGAATAGTGAAGAGACATGAGAATATAAAACCAAATAATAGATTATTAGGAATACCAATTTATAGTAAATATAATATTATTCCCTGGTATCAATATGATATATCTTCGTTAATATCTATATTTAATATATTATATAGTGATACAAAGATTGGGGATATAAAAGATAAGAATACCATACGTGATATGATATATAACAGATTATATGATATCGGACATCTTATAACATTATATTAAATTATTATGACGAAGAAAGAAGTGTATTGGACAAGGAATAGAATATCATAGTATATAATTGTGATAAAAATGAATTTATTATTAATTTAATAAATTAATGATGAAGTATAATGGAGAATATAACAGAAGATGTATTATTTTATAATATTTGTTATTCTAATTATTATATGTCCTTAATATTTTCATTATTATCTAAAAAATATAATTTATTAAGTAAGGGATATAATGGAGAACAGAGAACCCCCAGAAGTTATTTTTTAAAATATATTGAAGATGTGGATGAGTATGGATTTGTCTGTAAATATTGGATAAATAAATTTACTAATAGAAAGGAAGGTAAATATCTAGAGTTTCATCCTAATGGAACTAAAAGCAAAGAATGTTGGTATATAGATGGTAAACAAGAAGGTAAATGTCAATATTGGTATGATAATGAAAATAAGTGGGGAGAATGTTATTATAAAAATGATGAATTAAATGGTAAATATGAAAGTTGGTATGGTTATGGTAATAAAAACATTCTATGTTTTTATATTGATGGTAAATTAAATGGTAAATATGAAAGTTGGTATGGTTATGGTAATAAAAACATTCTATGTTTTTATATTGATGGTAAAAAAGAAGGTAAATATGAAAAATGGTACTCTAATGTATTTAAAAATATAGAAAGTACATATACTAATGGCAAATTAGAAGGTAAGTATGAACATTTTTATTCTAATGGCGCTAAAAATATAGAATGTTATTATAAAGATGATAAAAAAGAAGGTAAATATTTAAAATGGTATGAAAATGGAATTAAAAATATAGAATGTTATTATAAAGATGATAAAAAAGAAGGTAAATATTTGGAATGGTATGAAAATGGAATTAAAAATATAGAATGTACTTATAAGGATAATGAATTGTATGATACCTCGTCGTGTATATTAAAGGACATCATGCTGTAGTTCTCTGGATAACAATATCTGATATTAGGAATAAATAGTTAGTCATAGTTATTAGTTTCTTACATTATATTCTTTATAAAATCAAATGGTTATATATTATATATTATAATATAATATATAATAAACTATATGTTCTATTTTATACAATATATTTTAAATTATGTAGTCTACCTCATCCTTTAAAATCATATAAGAAGATAATATAAGATAAAAATGGTATTAACAATATGGTATTCATTATATATAAATTGTATTTAGAAAATATTATGAATTATCTATATTTTAAAGTTTTTTATTTTAAGAAGTCATAATTAAATTTTTTATAAATTATAATATTTTCTAAATACAATTTATATATAATGAATACCATATTGTTAATACCATTTTTATCTTATATTTTATTCTTATATAGTTCTTAATCCTGAATGTAAATTTCCTATAATTTATTTTATAAATTATAACTCTATAAGGTAAATTATAATATATAAAGTAAATTATAATTGTATAGAACATAAATTATAATATATAAAGTAAATTATAATTGTATAGAACATAAATTATAACTCTATAAGGTAAATTATAACTCTATAAAGTAAATTATAATCTATAAAGTAAATTATAATCTATAAAGTAAATTATAATCTATAAAGTAAATTATAATCTATAAAGTAAATTATAAATATGAGATGGATTATAATTTATAATGATAATTATTATGAATATCATAATAATTGTAGAAAAATTTGGACACACTTCCCCCTTTTTTGTAAATTTATAGTTTGTGTACGATGGTTGACAATGAAAGAAAAAAGGGGGAATAAGAATGTAATAAATAGAACCCTTACGTAGCATACCAACCTTAGGGTGATCTCTATTTATATCCAAATATACAAGAACACATAATAGCCAAATAAGATAACATTATATATCAAATGATTGTGCGCATCAACCTTAGATGATTATATACTGGGCATATTGAAATGAATAAATATCTTCTACTACTATTATCATATACACATAATATTCTTTAATAAATATTATACCACGATCGTCCGGAAAACCATGGATGTAATTATGATAAAATAGTTAGTGCATAGTTATTAGTTTCTTATATAACCTCTTATCTTATTTTGTGATGTTCTTTTGTCTATAATAAAATATTTTATAAAATCAAATGGTTTTATCTAAAAAATCTAAACTTTAATTTTATATAATATTTATATATATAAATATTATAATATAGTTTATTAACTATATTAAACCTTCATTAACATAATATTGGGTCCTTAATAACTTATGTAATAAACTATTAGAAGAATAATTAGAAATGTTATACAATGCAGTTTTAAATGTATGTGTATGTATATTTTTTCTTTCATATTTAATATATTTCTTCCTCTCACTTACAATACGACTTTCTCCAAATCTATCTACTTTAAGTGTTGGAACATATTCATAGTACTCAATCTGCTCCATTTCTATGTGATCATTATATTCGCTACATTTTAACGCATTCTTAAGTGTATTATCTAATTCTGCGCTAGTAACGCATTTATTTGATAGATTATTAGTTATATGATCGAGAAATGATTTGTCTACCTCATAATGATTCATTTCACTATTAAACATTTTTCTAAATATATATTTAATTGGAAAACAGACTTTATTATCCATTATTTTTGTGATCTATTATATAATAAACATTTTAATTAATAAATCAATTTATAATTAAAAACTGCATTATCAACGATATATTATATAATGAAGATATTACAAAGTAGATAAAAGTAAAACTAATTTTATTATATAATATGTAAAATGGAGAATACAAATGTTAACATAGATTCTATTAAAGAAATAATTTTAGATAGTGCAGTAAATAATATAGAACCAATATGCACTTCTAATAAATTATTATTGAGCTGGTGTAATAGTAGAAACTTTTCTTATCGATTAGTAGATAAATACATAGGAGATTATCCTAATTTAAAAGAAGATAATCCCAATTTTGTTCTTAAAGTTATAAGAATTTTATATCCTAATGTTAATACATATAAATATTTATCATATGATGAATGTTTTGGAATATTAGAATTAGGATACGAGAAAAATTATAGTCAGGAGAATATATTGGAGTTAATGAAAACATACGAAGATTTATACAATTCGATAACTAATGTAAATTATATATCTATTGCATACAATAAATCTAATCCTAAAGATATAAAAACATTTATGGATATTATTAATTCTAACAATCAAGAGTATAATTACGATTATTATGAATCCATATATCTTGCTTACATATCAAGGACAATCATGAAGGATAATAATATTATAAATTATGGACTCTTAAATATGATAGAGAGATGTTGTAAAGGAGATTATAATTACATGGTTAATTATAATTCCCTAATAAATAATTATTCTATAATATTTAAAAACAATAAATATTACTACGTAAAGGATGCCTCTAAATTTATAACTTATCAGACAGAAAATTCAGCGGACAATATTGTTTCTTATTTTATACGAGAAAAAGATGGATTACAAATAAACATTAAATCCATTGAAGATAAAATTATAGATCATTTAAATAGATTATCTGATGACATTCCATATGTTATAGAGAAAGATTTATTTTTAACATACTTATATATATTTTCTTCAGATAAAATATTTAATATATATCTTACATCATTAAATAATATAGATAATTCCCATAACCATTATAATGATATGATTTTATTAAATTCTTATACATTTATGTACTTACCTAATGATATATTCCATAAAAGAATAGGACAAATTTATGAGTTTATGAAAGATGAGGGTATGTTGGTTGATATGGGAAATAATGATTATAATGTATTTGATTTTATTAGAGGTATAATACAATGTTTATGTAATAGAAAAATTAAATTATATACAGAGGATATTATGATTACTTCCAACATTATGTTCTATACAAAATTATTTAGTATATGTTATGTTTTCAATTTACCGACATCTACATTAGATAATTATAAATAATGTTATGTGTATATTTTATAATGGAATCCATTATAAATAAATTATATTTTAAATGTAGTTATATATATTCATATATATTAATATAAAATTTAAAATCTTTTACATGTAATGTACATAGTTGATCATTATTAACAAAATATTTATGATAGGGGGAATACTTTACATAATTAACCAAATCACATGATTCTCTAAGTATTTCTCCATTTATATTCATCAATATATTAATAACAGATCCCTTTTTTATTGTACCATCTGTCATCTCATCTATATATGATTCGAAATGAATAGATTCGTGATCTACTCCACAAATATTTATGTCTATATTTTTACATCCCCATATTTTTCTAGTTATGTCGTCTGGGAAATTATAATATAATAACTTTCTCATATCAACGGACTTCTTCTTCTCATAGGAAAGTTCACATAATACATTTCCTATATTATATTTTCTATATAAATCTATAAATCTACCATTGTAACATATAGTTTCCCCCATATTATATAAATATATTAACCATTTAAGCGTCAGAATATCCATTTTTATTAATTCCATAGTTTTGTTCTCCATGTGAATTTTATATATACCTCCTCCCATCTTATCTTCTTCAAAATATATATGTATATATAATTCGTTGTTTAAAGTGTAGAAAGATAATTTATATTTATCATCTATATTCTTACCACTTATTAATAATTTTTTAATGCCTGTTATTAAGTTGTATGATAATAATTTTTTTCCTATTCTATAAAATAATATATCTTTAAAATAGAAAACATTTTCTATATTGTATAACATCCAACTTTCAAATCCTACATCTATATCATTGGCCTTTAATTCTATAGTATTTGTCATAATCATATCTTTATTTCTATATATACCACCACAAATATGATATAACCCATGTCTATGTGATTCATATTTAATATGTTTTCTTTCTTTTTCAGTAAAATTTGGATCGAAAGCAGATATTAATATTAGACAATATATTAATTCTTCAACATCATCAATAGTTTCAAAATTTAAAAGTCTTAACAATGTTTTAACCCCTAATATAGAATATTCTTTATTTCCACAATATTCATCATTAATGACGATCTTTTCCTCCTGCATGAATAAATTTATTCTATCAAGAAGAATATTATATTCAGGTTCGAGTAAGTCTAATAAAACTTCTCCTGTTTGATTTATTACTTTATACATCTATATTTCCTTCTTTTATAATTTATTATATTATTATTTCAATTTAATATAATTTGTTATATTATATAAATATATAAATTTATATATTAAATAGAAATAATAATATAAATTGAAATAAGGTTGGGTATTTATGGTTTAGAGTTTATATTATATAATATGTTATAGGTGAATGAAATAAAATTGACTTTTTAAAAAATATTTTGAATTAGAATGAGACATACGTCGAAGAGTTACAATCTATAGTTATTGTTATTATTGTTGGAGAGATGGAGAATACTAATGCTTATTACGCTTATATTGGTAGCAACGTTGCTACTAGAGATCAAGTGTTGAGTGTTTTGGAAGGTGTGAAGAGAGATGGAATGAAGAAGGGTTTGTTTGGAGATGTTAAGTTTAATTTAAACTATATTACTAATAGAATGGGTAAGCACATCGGTATTTGCTATTTGCAGGTTACCGATCCTCGCTTTGTTCATGTTTTAGTTGGAAATAATGTTGATGGTAGTGAAAGAACCACTATCGCCGAAAATAAGAATTGGAAACCATTAGATTCCAGTGTTCTTGTTGGTAAATCATGGGCTGATATGTACGAAGAAGAGATGGAACATGAGACTACCAGATATATTAAGGAGAAGATGATGCCTTTGGTTAATATCGCTCCCGTTAAGTTAGTTGGAGATCAAAGAGAGAGATTAATTAAGTTCTTGGATGAGAAACAAAAAGTGGAAGAGATTAGGAATTTAGGAGACGCTCATCCTCTTAAGTTTAAGTATTTGGAATATAAGGCTGCCCCAGAAGGTCATAGTTCTAACGTTCTTATTTGCTTAAATGCTCCAGATTGGGTTGATGATAGCGCTATTTATAGACATTACAAGCAATATACTACTACAGAAACACAAAAATATCCTATGGTTAGATCTGTAAATAAGTATGGTTATAAGATTATTAAGGTTATCTTTGCTCCTGGTAGTAATGATGCCTATTATGCGATGACCATGAGCAAATTTGTTAAGCTTCAAGGTGGTGCAAGTTTAGCTTTTACCTACAATAGATTATATAATGGTAATTAAACATAGTAAAATCATAATAAAATAAAAATTATAGTTTATAATAAACTATAATCTATATATCTTTATATTTTATTATATATTATATTATAGAATCTATTCTATTATACATTATATAATATAAATATAATCTATTTTATTATAACTTCTATTATACATTATATTATAACTTCTATTCTATTATAACTTCTATTATACATTATATTATATAATCTATTCTATTATAACCTCTATTATACATTATATTATAACTTCTATTCTATTATAACCTCTATTATACATTATATTATAACTTCTATTCTATTATAACTTCTATTATACATTATATTATATAATCTATTCTATTATATAATGTATTATATTATAATTTCTATTCTATTATAACTTCTATTATACATTATATTATAACTTCTATTATATAATATATTCTATTATACATTATATTATATAATCTATTCTATTATATAATGTATTATATTATAATTTCTATTCTATTATAACTTCTATTATACACTATAATAACTTCTATTATACATTATATGTAATATAGTAAAATTATATTACACAATGTGATATAATGTCTTATAGAATGCAAATATGTCATTGATAATAATAACATATTTTCTTTATATTTATAGAAATTAATGTAAACATCTTTCTAGTTCCTCCATTAACTTCACATCATTAACATTATCACATGTCACTAACATGTCCACCACATAATGAGGCAAATGTATAATTCCATCCTTTGTTATCCCCTTATTATTTAACATTATTTCTTCCATTGCATCCTTTAACCTTTTATTATGTAATTTATATTGTATTTTTCCACTCCATTCTTTTTTACCTTCAGATGAGGTTCTTACTTCTCCAAGGAGTAAACCTTCTTTATTAATACATAACTCTACACCAAATCCGACATTACGTAATTTATTATAAAGTTCTTGAGGTAACCTACCTAATATTATATTATCTTTACAATCAATAATTATATCATTATCTTTTTCATACCAACGATCTGGTAAAAAGAAGGAATTACTACCAGATCGTAGTTTGTCTACTGCATATAAATAATTATAGGTAACATCCCGTTTCTTTATATTTTTTAAATTATTATATAATATAAGATTGATCTTCGCTAGTCTAGATAACATCTTTTAATATAATTAAAAGATTAATTAATAATCAGTTTTTATAGATTAATATAATCCAATAAAGATGTTGTTTCTATAACATATAATTTACACCATCAATGTTGACATTCTTCTCTCCCTTATCATTAAAATATGACAACATATAATAATAAATTTTAAATTCAATTTATATTACAAATAATAAATTATAATTTATTATTTGATGAGGATATTGGATAATTTAGATAACAAAGGTATGAAGTAAATGAGATAATTGTTTGAAATTTGATTTTACATAATTTGTAAGAATATCGAGCATATCCCCATTCTTATTAATTATAATACTATAAATTAGATCATGTAGTTTATATAATTTATATTCTTGTAAATAACTCTTAAATATTAATATATTATTTGATCGACATGCACATATTAATACATAATGAATAACCTCGTCATATTTATTATATTCTATATTCTTAATATGAGTTAAAAATTCATCTATTTGATATACGGCATCCATTGCAACTCCATATTCTATAGTTACTCCTCTTAATATATAATCGGAGATATTAATTTTTTCTTGTAGCAAGGGAAATGCCTTCAATACATTCATTATGTTTCTTTGTGATAAATTGGGTAGTAGTTCATTCTTTATAATATCTAGTGGTAGTAATTCTATATATGAACCCATTGCATTATATTATATAATAAATATTTAAAATCAATTTTAAATATTGTATGTATCTCATTAATACTTCATAACTTTATATTAATGATATAAATATATAATTTTTATCCACTATTACAAATATATTGTATAAACTTATAGAAATGGAAAAAATTTTAAATAAATATAATATACAAAGATATCCACAAAATATAAATTATGGGAAATAGTAATATAAAAAGGACTACAAATATAAATGTTGATGAACATATTTCTGAAGAGGAAATAACTTCCTCTATTAAATATATATTTTTAACTATAAATTTACAAAAACATTTAAAGTTAGGATATCCAAAAATAATATATTTACATGTAAATAAAGAAAAAATATATATAGATGATGTGAATAAATGGTTAGATAAAAAAGAAAACAAATTTATATGGATTCCAAAGAGTCATATGAGATATGATGATATAATTAAAATAGAACAATCAGGTAAAATAGAAGAAAGAAAAATAAAAAAGGGAGATGGAATTGGAATCATCATATTAAAGAATTTTAATAAATATATTAAATTATATTATGAGAAGGGTAGTAAAATGGGAATTAATTATTGTATTAAAAATTGGCATAGTACATCACAACATAAGAATTCCCTAGGAGAAGATTTATCTTTAGGATATGATATCTTAATAATTAAAGATAATAATGTTACGAATTTATGTGAGGCTTTAGATCATAGAGATAAAAGAAACTCTACCTTCTTCCCAAAATATATAAGAAATAATAACTAATTATATAATATCATTTATGACATTGGGCATTGGTATTATACTATCAACTTTAAATTTCCCATTCAAAAACATCAAAATGATTATATAAATTAAATTTATATAAATAAAAATATGTCACATTCATTAAAGGTTAAAGAGTTCACCGAAGGATCAACTGGTAAACAATGTCCTAAAACTCCTCAACTTATGTCCAAAAATGAGGTTGGGTTCTTGTTTAGTATGGTAAAGAGTGAAATGGTAGAATTAGCACAAACAGTATGTGATAGTTCTGAAGAGGCTGTTCAATTATTTAACAATGCCAATTGCCGTGATGTCAATAATAATTATTCTAAACCCTCCTTAGAATCAGAATTAATCTCAGAACAAGCTGATGCTATGGTTGATGCTTGGTATTATATGTTAAATGCTGCAGCTAAGAAAGGAATGAACTTAGATCGAATCTTTGATGTAGTTCATGATGCTAATATGAGTAAAAGATTTTCGGATGGAACATTCCATCGAAGAGAAGATGGTAAGGTTATAAAGCCTGATGGTTGGAAAGAACCTGATACCCATGGAGAAATTCAACGACAGCTACAACATGGCTCATGGAATTGAATTATAAAATATCATATCAAATAATTATAAGATAATAATAATATTATTATTTTATGAGGTCCTATGCATAATAATTAAATTATAATTTAATAATTACTATATAGTAATTATAAATATTAACACCTATTAACCTATTACTGGATTATTCTCTGTCCCATTTCACTCATCAAGATAGAGAATAATATAATAGTTTATAAAAGTTATTATGTACAACCATCAAGTGATTCCCTTTACCTTCATTTGAGCTAATCATTTACAGATTCTTAAGAGAAGGCATTTTTTTATATATAGATATTAATATTTATAATTACTATATAGTAATTATAAAATCACAATCAAATTGTAATGTATAGGACCTCATGAAATAAAAATAATAGTATTTTATATATATATATATATGATATTAATACTATTTTTCATTTGATATAATGAATTATATCAAATATAAAATATAATTTATGTTAATTGTTGAGATATAACATATTCATAACCATTATAAGATATGTAAGTGACATTATCTTTTACTACAAAGTTTACATCTTCTGGTATAGGTAATTTAAATGGTCCATAATTTAGATATACAACTTTATTATTATCTCTTGTAAAGAATACCATATCTTTATAATCATTAACTGAGGTTAATAAATATAATTCTTTATAATTAACTTGCCCATCTTCTATCATTCGTACTTTAGCGAATTTATCATCCATACCTTCAAATATTCCCTTCTTCTCAGAATATGGATTTCTTCCTATAATAACCATATCTCCATTTTTAAATCTTACATCTATATTATTCGCTTCTTTCGTCTTCTTTACTAAACTATTTACGCTAGGATATATAATATTTTCTCCAAATCCTTTATGTAATTTAACTTTCGCCGCATTATCTCCATGTGCACCTAAATATGTACCAAATTTACTATAAAATTTACTAGTTGCTGTAAATGCGACACTATCACCAATTTCAAATTTAATTCCTACTTTATCCATCCTTGCTATGTTTCACTTTGCATTAATTTATTATTAAATATTCAATTTTAACATCATATGCCATATGGTATGTTTCATAAAATTAATATAATATAAATATTATATTAGTTATTGTTATAAATATATTAGAATAATGTTCGTGGTTTAATGGCAAAGGTTACATGAGGACTAGGTTTGATATTTGTTTTAAACTCTTCATTAAAATCTGATAGGAATTTATTTACATATTCGGATGCTACTTCTAATACATAACATACACTAAATCTTGCCCAATCTCTAGATACTGTATGTTTAACATCCCCTACCGTTACCGTAAATTCTTCCATGTAATTATTCACGAAATTTTGTACCTTATCATTGCCTAACTTATAAACTACATTACTATTTACTAAGGTAATATGACTAGTTTCAACGTTAGGAACCAAACCAGTTAAATAATGTTTATAAAGATCAAAGGCTTTAGATGTAAAGTGTTCTTCAGCTTTAGCATATACTTTCCCATCAACAAATTCTATTTTAAACTTAATACTTTGTAATTCTTCTTTCTTCACTTCATTATCCACTTCTAAGACATTCCAGGGGTCATATTTGTAATTAGGATACATCCACATATTCTTTGTCTGTTCTCTAACATTTGCATTCTTATCTTTCTCAATCTTCTCTTCTGCTGCTTTAATATTATTATCCACACAATCATAATATTTATCTCCAACATATTCCTTCATACCTGGAAAACTAAGAAGAAACTTAGAGATTAAAATACTATTTTGTCCATTTGGGGCACCATCTTTATTAACCTCATATAAAGTCGCATCCAATACTCTCATTAATTCTTGTACCTTCTCCATTATATTATCTATCGTATATCGTCATATAATGACAAAATATTTATATAAAATCAATTTTATACAAATTATAATGTATATCTTACATTAAATACCAAACTCCATCTACATATTCTAAATTTAGAACTTTCAATGTTTTTAATTTTTCCACATCATCTTTATTAAATCTACCTTCTAATCTTCTTTCTTTAACATCTATAAATTTTAATGTTAATTTTCTTCCATTGTATGAATCTACTGGTAATATGATTACTAACATATCACTTTTCTTAAAAATTATATCTATATCTTTAGTATTGATGACATAATGCGTTATTCCCCTCAATACTTTTACTTGATTTGAACTTATGTATCCATTATTTGTTAACACATTATATTCTGCTGTCTTATCATTCAATAATTCAATATAATTTCCTAATAATAGATCATTATTATATTTTATCTTCTTATCTTTTGTTACATCACTGACCTTATTTGCTTTCACATTGATAAAAGATACCTCATAATTAATATTTGAATTATTATTTTCATTAAATATTACATCTTTTCCTTCAATAACGATATTAGATGATTTAACTTCTAAATTAGATTCATTGACTTCCATAACTTTGGTCGCCATTGTTTCTAGATGACAATTTATTATACTACAAGATGAATTATTTATATTAAATGCTACTTCCATATCTTGTCCCACAATATTACATTTGTTTAAAATAAGATTTGTATCTTTTATATTAAAGATTCCTTTATTGGAAGTGGAAATTGTTGTGTTATATAAATTAATATTAGAATTTGTTATATTAAAAAAATAATTATCATTTCCTCTGACTTGAGCAAGATTATCATAAAAATAAATAGATCCACCACAAATAGGATTACTTCCAATTATACCATCAGATCTTATTATTAGATTTTCTAATCTATTATTTCCATTTAATATTAATCTTCCTCTTATATTCAAAGTTGGAACATATAGAGATAAGCTATTTAATGTACCTAAGCTATCTCCTCCTCTAAGAAATATCTTATTATTAAGGGTTACATCTCCGGATTGGTAATAAACATCATCTGATGATGACTGAGCCATAATAACTTGCCCTCTTTCATATTCTTCTTTACCATTTAAGGTTCTACTTAAAGCATTTATTGCTGCGTTAATACTTCTAAATGGATTTAGACCAAGATAGGTTAGATATCCAACTGTTCCTCTACTATCATTTCCTCTTGAGGAACTAACCAATGCATAATATGTAATAATGCCGCTGGCGCCAGTTTGACAAATTGTCCCTGTATTTCCTCCGTTTCCCATTTTATTTTATAAATTATAATTTATAAAATATTTTACATTAAATACCAAACTCCATCTACATATTCTAAATTTAGAACCTTTAATGTTTTTAGTTGTTCCACATCATCTTTATTAAATCTACCTTGCAATCTTCTCTCCTTAACATTTATAAATTTCAATGTTAATTTTCTTCCGTTATAGCTTTCATCCGGAAGTTTAATTACTAATATTCCACTATCTTTAAATATTATATCTACATCATCCTGTGTAATAACATATTTATTAGCTCCTCTTATTATTTTCGCTTCCGTTGATGTTATCACTCCTTCATCTGTTAATACTTTATATTCCGCTGTTTTACTATTTAATAATCCAAGATAATTTCCTAATAATAAATCGTTATCATATTTTACCTTATTTCCATTCGTCACATCTTTCACATTTTTACCTTCAATATCCAATGTAGATAATTTATATAATGAATTTGATGTTCTATCTATATCATTTAGTATAACGTTATCTCCATCTATAGTTATGGATGAGGAATTAACTTCTAAGGTGGAGTTATTATTAGCATCTAAAAATTTTTCACAATCGGTCTTTAGATTACATTGTTCCATGTAACATTTAGAATTATTTAACTCCAAACAAAGATCAGAATCCAAATTACTAATTTGGCAATTATTCAATTGGAATAGGGAATCATTTAATTCTAATAAATTCTTTCCATCTGCTTCTATTTTCGAATCTTTTATACTTATTTGACTATCTGTAAAATTCATGAAGGTTCCATTAGTTTTATCTCGATTTTGTCTAGCCACTAATACTGTACCAGTCACAGATGTACATGTTATTCTTTGTCCAGTAAAACTATCAGCTATTATTATTATACTGTCTAACCTATTTGCTCCTTCAAATATGACATTGCCAGTAACAGCGAGAAGTTGGCCTCCACCTGTATTTAATGTAAGTCCTGCTGAAAAATTTCCTGCTTGGTCTGAGGATCCTCTTAAAAATATTCTTCTTCTTAGTACTAGATCTCCATTTTGTGTATATGAATTACCATCTGGATTATTAGGATTTCTCAATATTATTATTTGTCCTCTCTGTATTTGATTATTTCCTAATGCATTTATTAACGCGTCTGATGCTGCTTCTATTGTTCTATAAGGACTTATATTAATAAATGTTCTATTTCCTAGTGTCCCTGTACTATCATTTCCAGTGAACTGACTTACTAAAGCATACCATGCTATATCTCCGGATGCTATTTCTGTGCAAAATTCATCTACAGGTCCGCTTCCTCCGTTTCCCATTTTATCCATATACATTTTTTCTAAATTACAATTTACACATCATAATTTCAACCATATAATTTATATAAATTATATATTAAGACATTAATTTACATACAAAATTAATATTCTAACATATTAATTGATATATGTCTAATTGAATACACTATCTAAAAATAATCTCATATTATTAATATACTCTTCTCCTGATACATATTCTAAATCATTATGTCCACCTCCATCAACCCACCAATATACATTTCGTTGTCCACATTTGTTTGATAAAGTTTGACTGTGTATTAATGGAATATATTGATCCTCTTTTCCATGAATAAAAACTACTTTACATTTTATGGTGGATATTCTATTTAAATTATTAAATCGTTCTAAGCCTGGAACACTAAAGGGTATTTTAACTTTATCTATGGACATATAGGCACTTTGTAATATGAGACCTCCTAATTGATGATGTTGTGCTAAATAACAGGAGGGTCCTGTTCCCAGACTTCTTCCGAAGGCGATAATATTATTACTATCTACACCGTTGTTTATTAAAAATCTATATATAGAATAAATATCTTCATAGCAATTATATTCGGATGGATATATTTGTTTGTCGATTGGAGAATAGCTGGCACCATAGCCTGTGTAATCATATGCTATTATTGATATAGGGGTTATTGTAGATAGATAACGAATCCAAGTATCTAACATGTATAAATCTTCTGCATTTCCATGAGAATAGATAATTGTATATTTACTAGAAGTTTTCTTGTATAGACAAGGAATACGATATCCACTTGTACTTTCTATAAAAATCCAATCATCTGGGATTTCTGGTCTTGTATTATTTGAATATTGAGGTGGAAGAAAAACAAATGAATCAACTATATTACCCATATTTTTAATATAACCAGTGTTTTTTTATGATTTTATTCTTCTCTACTTCTACAATATCATCTTATATTTATCATAACTCTTATATTAAACTTAATATAATAATAATCTTTAATATTTATAATTCTTATATTATTGTATTATTAGATATAAATTTATAATAATTTAAAGTTACAAGATAAATCTTTTTGATTTTTATAATAGGAAAGATGTGGAAAGACAAAACTAGCCCCAATCAGACCAGATAACTAATATGTCAGCAAATATGATAAGAAACGGAGAAAAAAGGGACAGAGTTGCTGTGAATTTATTAGATTTAAAGGACGCCAGAGAACTGGGATTAAGAGTGAAGGAGGGAGATGAGGTAAAGTTATTTAGGGTGTCATATGCAGATATTGTGCCACCATGCAGAAAGAAGATTTATTCTACATTAAATGGTAAGAAAACCGGAAAACAAACAAATTATTATAGAAATGGACAAACAAAATGTATAAGTTTTTGGGATAATGGTAAACAAAATGGTAGAAATAAGGTATGGACGGCAACTGGTAGTTTATTAAAGGAGGAGAACTATACAGATGGTAAACTCGATGGTGTCGTTACCAAATATTATGTAGGTCTTGATAACTATCAAAATTCAGGTTGGTCAAATGTTAAGAGAAATAATACGGGAGTTAGTTTTGTTGGAACCTATAAAAATGGTGTTCCTGATGATGTACATCGTGCCTACTATAAAAATGGTAAATTAAAGTTTGCTAAAAATTATGTTAATGGTAAACTATCCGGTACAAGCAAAGAATGGTATATGAGTGGCATGATTAAAACATGTTATGAATTTAAAGATGGAAAGAAGGATGGAACTGGGTATAAGTTTTATAAAAATGGAGGTGTAATGCGTGAGATTGAATATACTAATGGTAAAAAGAATGGAAGATTTAGGGAGTATTATTACCCCACCAAAGATTTATATAAGAATGGTGTTGATTTTAAAACCTTAAAGGGATTATTGAAGAAGGAACAAGAATATAAGAATGATGTGCCTGTCGGTGTTCACATTGAAAAGGATAAATATGGAAAGGTAGTAAAATCTATAGAATATGATGGTCTAACTGGTAATCCAAAACATATGGAAGTGGAAATGAAAGAAAACGATGTTACCAATGAAGATGGCCAGTCACAATCCTCTGATGAGGAAACTGAATGCACCGAAGAAATTTGCATGAATTAAAGAAGATATAATATTTCATTAGCTTAATTATTGCTAATGAAATGGAATAAAATTATAATTTTATTAATAAAAAAATGTCCCTATAAAATTTTAAGAGTACATGTTAAAATAATTTTGAAGAGAACAAAGTTGTAAAAAAATTTTTTGAATAGATCAAGTTGTAAAAAATATTTTAATAGGTCAAGTTGTAAAAAATTTTTCGAAGATGACAAAGTTGTAAAAAAATTTTTTGAAGATGATGAAGTTGTAAAAATAATTTTTGGAAGACGAGAAGTTATAAAAAAATTTTTGGAAGATGAGAAATTTGTAAAAATAATTTTTTCGGAGATGATGAAGTTGTAAAAAATTTTTCGACGACGACAAGTTGTAAAAAATTTTTTTAAGATGATGAAGTTGTAAAAATAATTTTCGAAGAACTCGAGTTGCAAAATTTTTTTCAAAGATGACAAAGTTGTAAAAAATTTTTTTCGAAGACGAGAAGTTATAAAAAAATTTTTGGAAGATGAGAAATTTGTAAAAATAATTTTTTCGGAGATGATGAAGTTGTAAAAAATTTTTCGACGACGACAAGTTGTAAAAAATTTTTTTAAGATGATGAAGTTGTAAAAAATTTTTTTGAAGATGACAAGTTGTAAAAAAATTTTTAGAAGGGTCGAGTTGTAAAAAAATTTTTTGGGATGGCATTCTTTTCTTTGGTGAGATGAGAATTAGAGATGAAATATTTGTTGATAATAATTTATTCTGATCAAGATTACATTACATACGTCTATCCAATTTATAACATATTAATTTACTAATATGTTATATATTAATATTGGTATCATAATATGTTATAGTTATATGGTAACATAATATATTATGATATACTCTTTTTGTCTTTGTATATATTATATATTATATATTATTATTATAAGTATTATATATATAATATATAAACTATAACATGAAACGAAGTGATATTATATCTTATACATTATAATTATATATTACTTATTATATCCAAATGATCTATATAATAATGATATAATATTAAAATAAAGCAAATATAATACTGAAGTATGAATAACTATATAACATATCATACTATGTTATATATAAGAAAACGAATAGATTGGTATTTATTCATTATATTATCTTATAATCCTATTCTATCTCTTATAATATTTTATAATCCCATTCTATAAGATAATGTTGTCTTATAATCCTATTATATAACTTATAATATCTTATAATCCTATTATATAATTTTATAATCTCTTATAAGATATTATAATCCTATTATATAACTTATAATATCTTATAATCCTATTATATAATTTTATAATCTCTTATAATCCTATTATATAATTTTATAATCTCTTATGTTATCTTATAATCCTATTATGTAACTTTATAATCTCTTATGTTATCTTATAATCCTATTATGTAACTTTATAATTTTATTCTATTATCTTATAATCCTATTCTATAATCTATTTCATAATCCTATTATATTATCTTATAATCTATTATAAGTAGATTATGTAATATGATTTTATTTTATATGAAAGAAAAATAAAAGATAAAACGATATTGATATGAATGACTTAATTTCGTGTCTATTTAATTTGATGGGGTGGTATACATAGCATGATTTTCAATGATACGATATTTAAAGGATTGACAATATAGGTACTAACTCTATCTTCTATTCTTTATTTATCTTAATATATACTACGTTGAGATGTCATGTATACCACCCCATCAAATTAAATAAACACGAAATTAAGTCATTCATATCAATATCGTTTTATCTTTTATTTTTCTCTTATATTACTATATACTAATCAAAATCCATAGAATAGGATTATAAGAGATTGTAAAATTATAGAATATGATTACAATAGTTTATAAGATAATATAAGACAACAGAATAAGATTATCGGATATTGTAATATAATATTCTTATAATTAATTAATAAGATGGAAATATGGTATTGACCTTATATATGTAATTTCATATAAATTGACTTTCATGTATAGGACCCCATAGAAATTTTATTGAGAACATTTATAAGAAATAGATAGAATATCTTAATAATGAAAGATGATTTTAAATATAGATATTAGTATATCTAAATTATAAACGTCCTCGGTGGAACTTCTATGGGATCCTATACATGAAAGTCAATTTATATGAAATTACATATATAAGATCAATATCATATTTCCATCTTATTAATTAATTATAACCAAAATTTGTAGCGTTGAGTTATAATTATAATAAATTATAACACATTTTATTATACTATTATAGTTAATAAAGATACCAAACATTATCTATGCCAACCAATTTTAATTGATTATCAATCTTAATTTTCTCTATATCACCCTTATCAAACTTACCAATAATCTTTCTATTCTTTACATCTATAAACTTTAATTCTATTACACTACCATTATACACCTTCTTAGGTAATCTAACCACCAGATCTTCACTATGTTTAAATATATAAATACCGTTATATCCTACTATCTCATAGTATGATTGATTACGTATAATCTTCGCCTCGTTATAAGAAGACACACCTCCATCCTCTGTTTCCACCACGTATATTGCTTTATTATTGTCTAACAATCCTATATAATTTCCATCCAGTATATCATATTCATACTTTATTTTATTGTTATCTGATATAATATCTTTTACATTAGTAGCTTCAATTTTAATATAACTCTCCTTATATATAGAAATAGAATTATCAATCTTATTTAATATAACATCATCCCCTTTAACTATAATATCAGAAGATTGCATTATGAAGGATGAATCATTGGTTTCTTGTACCACAATATCGACGCTCATATCTAAATTACAATTAACAATCTCTGCTTTGGAATTGTCAAGGTTAAATCCCACATCTCCATTCTTCTCTACTATATTACATTTATTTAATTTTAAAGTTGAATTTACCATACTAATTAGGTTCAATCCATTACATTCTATATTTCCTTCATACATTCCGAGACTTCCATTCTTAATATTAATGAATGTATCAGTACCTCTTAATGTACTATCTTGAATAAAGGTAACATTAGCGCCACAAGTTGCACCAACACCTTCTACTCTTCTTGCTCGAATATACATATTATCGAATCTGTTGTTGCCTCTTAGAATGAGAGTTCCTGTAATATTTAATATTCTATTAGATAGATAAACATTACCGAATTGATCACCGCCCCTTATAAAAATTCTTTCATTTACAGTTAAATTTCCAGTTACATTATCAGGAACATTTAATGGGCCGCTATATATTATCTGACCTCTTACGCTTTCATTAGTATTGGATAAGGTGGCTGTCATGGCATTTATTGCTGCCCTTATAGTTTTATATGGTCGTATTCCTGCATATGATAATGATTGGGTGTATCCTGTATTATCATTACCATTAGTGACGTCAACTAAAGCATAATATAAAGGCACCCCAGTTGCTCCAGCACTACATACATTTGTTGTAATATTAAGACGTTCTGTGTCGATACTTCCTCCGTTTCCCATTTTATATTATATACAATATTTTATTGTATATCCATATATGTAATTAATTATATATTTGTATATAAAGAATAATTTATTAGAATATAATAGTTACATATTGTCAATATTAGAATATATAATATCTTCGAATAAAATCATTATAGTTCTTAATTCCTATTTTATATTTTTTATAAGAAATAGAAGATAATATAATGTATGAATTGATACTTGGCACAAATTTATAAAATGGGAAAACTATGGAATATCACATTTTATAAATCACAAAAGTTTTATAAGAGATATAATTATAATAATTAGAAAATTATAGACTATAGAAATTTATAAGAAATAGAAAATTATAAACTACAAAAAATTATAATAGTTAGAAATTTATAAACTATAGAATTTATGATAATTAGAAAATTATAAACTACAGAAAATTATAATAGTTAGAAATTTATAAACTATAGAAATTTATAAACTACAGAAATTTATAAACTATAGAAAATTGTAAACTATAAAATTTATAAACTACAGAAATTTATAAACTATAGAAAATTGTAAACTATAAAATTTATGATAATTAGAAAATTATAATTTGCAGAAACTCGAGTTGTAAGAAATAAATTATATAATTTTATATTAAAGTTATTAGCATATTAATATGTAATTAATATATTATGTGGTAGTACACACAATATAAATCTTCCTTAAATAATTTTATTTGTAATTTAAATGAACCACAACAGTACAGTATTATCATCATATTTATTATTCCACATATCCACATTCCGTAAGTTTTATAGTTTATAAAACTTATAACATGTTAAAATTTTATATTAATATTATGAATATAATTATATGTAATTTATATCTTATGAGGTGGTATACATAAAAATAAATCTTTATAGTTCATAAATCTCTATAGTTTATAATTTTCTATAACTTATAATCTTCTATAACTTATAAATTTGTATAAGTTGTAATTTTATATTAATTATAATTTCTATCTCTTATAAATTTGTATAAGTTATAATCTTCCATAACTTATAATTTTCTAACTATTATAATTTTCTAAATATTATATCCTTCTATAACTTATAAATTTTCTATCTATTATAAGTTTCTATCCATCATAAATTCTTGTGATTTATGATCTTATAGTTTATAATTTTTATCTCTTATAACTACTTACAACATATAACCATCTCGAAACTCTTTAATTCTAGTTATATTTCCATATATATCATACTCTAAACATTTTCCATGCCTATTATTCTTAAAGTATTCCCATTCTGAGGCTAAAGTTCCGTCATCTCTAAATATCCTATATATTCCCTCAATCTTACCATCTTTTTGAGTGTAAACACACGATGGTATTCCATTTTTATGATATCTATAACATGTACCATTATGATATATAAGCTCTACTAGCTTACCATCATCAGTCCATTCCCCAGATTTAATCCCAACTATTCCATGTTCTTTGTAATTTCCATTCTCATGAAATGATCTATATTCCCCCTGACGATCACCCTTTCTATAATATCTATTCTGTTCCATCTTCCCATTTTTATATAATTTTATATATTCACCATCTAGTACTCCATTAATACATATCCATTTTTTATCTATATTACCATTATCATAATAAGTCATACATTCTCCATGTAACATATTCATCTTATACGTTAATTGGCAGGATAGAATATCTTTATAATATATGTGTTCTTTACCAGTTTTAAATCCGTTAACGTATTCAGATATTCTAACATATCCATTTGTAAAGACTATTCTGTCTACATCTGCGATGTTAATCTCCTCACGTTCATTAGCATTAGCACTAACAATGACATTCTTATTACTATCATATCTATTTGTATAATTTATTGTAACCTTTCCATGTAATACACTATTCTTATATTCTCCTTCCCTTAATACTTTACCCAATATATTGTATTCTGTAAAAGCTCCATCCTTTTTATCCATCTTATAAGTATATTTATCCTTTATCTGTTTATTTCCATCCGGCATCATATAGTATGTAGTACATATACCATGTTTTTTCTTATTGGGTAAAATATTACTTTCTCTTAAATATTCTATTACCTCACCCTTACAGTTTTTATCTCTAATTATTTCTGGGTTTATCTTTATGAATGCTTTATAAGGATCAACCAAAGAATATACAATATCATAATACTTTTTACTACTTTTACATAAAGTATCAAAAATACTGCTATCATACTCTATTATCATACATAACAATTCTCTCGGAATAACATCTAAACTATCATACGTATCCATACTTCTATAGTCTCTACAAAATGTATCCCATAACAAAATAAAAAATCAATTTTTTCAATCTAAATCATATTATTACATGATTTATTTATGATAAAAATGAATTTAAATAAACTATTTATAAGAAGAAAATGTCATATTTACCAACATTACCGACAGATACTATATCAGAAATATTTCAATACTTAAATAGCGAAGATATTGTAAATGCATGTAAATCAGATAATCAATTATGCAATATAGAAGCAAATAAGAAATATGTAATACAAAGAATTTTTCCCAATTATTCTAATATACTAAGGGATAAAAATATTGAGGAGATATTTGAATTGTATGCATCTATTAATGGAGACCCAACATTAATTTCTAACAATCTATTAAATGATCCAGACTATAAAATAATAATAATCAATTCAATAATTGGAAATTTTGAATTATTATACAAACTTCCAAATAAATATATCTTAAAATTATTCAATATATTATATCCAAATCCTCATTTAATAGATAATATATCTTTTTTACCTTATAACAAAGAAGATATTGTAAATAGAATGTTAGAGTTAAATTATAGCAATGATAAAATTATAAATGTAATTAACAAAATATCTGGAAATATCCATGATTATAATAAATTATTTTATAAATTTGCAAGATATGATTTATATATAAATGAAGAGGTGACACTGTATGATTTTGGTAATATAGGAGATAATTTATTGTATGATGTTAATGGGATAGTAGATGTAGAACAAAATAAATTATTACAAGTTATTCGTGAATGTGCTTATCCTAAATTATTATTTAATAAATACAAGAATCAATTATTAAGCAATAATATCGTAAATATATCTTATAATAAGAATGAAAATTTGCAATTACATGATGTGGTAATGCAATTACTACGGGATGACAAAAATTATCAAAATATTAAAGATGTTATTAATGCTAATATGTTAAATTCTCCTATTATGACATTTAATTATATATTTAAATATTTACTAAATATTGGAGAGTTGAACCTATTACATGATATTATACGATCTGATGTAAATATTGGAGAGATTTTTTCAGTAATATTAACTTTATCTTTTACAGATAATATAGCATCACCAAATTTATATAATTTTTTAAGGACTCTTCCAATAAGTATTTTACCAGATAAAGATAGAATTTCTATTATTAAAAGAATATCTTCAGGATCCGTTATACATCCTTATAAAGCCTTTCTATTATTACTAACAACACAAGATATATCCGAAGACCTCATAATTAAATCCTTAAAATTGAATATATAAGATATTATAAAATTGATATTATTATAAAAATTTCATGATATTTAGGAATTAAAAGATGGTATTTGAAGGAGATTATAATTTAGAGTTTGATGCAGATGACTATAATATTGATGATATTATAATGCTTATAATGGAGGAAGTGCAAGACTCTATTGAAGATGATAGATATGGAACTTTTACATATGAAATATCGCAACCTGGAAGAAATAAAGTTGTTACTCATGTAGAATTACCGCGAGATAATGACCACTATGATTTAATTCAGGATCATCTTGTGGCAACTTTGGGAAATCTCATAAATGATAACTTACGAGTTCGTTTACAATATTCTGTTCAATATTAATAAAAAGGGATGTTGATAGGAGAATATGAATTAAACTTTGATGAGGGTGAGTATAATACTGATGATGTTGTTATGTCTATTCTTAATGACATAAATCAAGATATTATTGATGATAGAGATGGTGTGTTCGAATATGAAATACGACAAGATGGAAGACAACCAATAATTGGACATATTCAGGTAGATAATTTAGGATACCAAGAGGATGTGATAAGAGACACTATGTCAGATATAATAGATAATGAAGTAGATTTCAATAGAAATATTGAGATATTTTATACATTAAGATATTAATAAATTGATTTTAAATAAGATCTTAACTTATTTATAAGTTAAGATAATGAGTAAGGTTGATAATTATAAACTCATAGAGGATATTGGAGAAGGTTCATATGGAAAGGTTGCGAAATATGAAAATATTAATAATGGGGATATTTGTTGTATTAAAACTATATCTATGGTACATCTTACATCCTTTATTCGAGAAGTAAATATCATGAAAAAGTGTAACCATCCTAATATTGTTCGTATTGAAGATGCTGATATATCCTTTATAAATGTATCTGATTACGAACCAAATGGAAGTTGTCACATATTTATGCCATATTTAGGAAATAGTTTAAATGAAGAAATAGATAATCTAACCGAAGATAAGATAATAAAATATACAAGACAATTATTGTCCGCAGTTGATCATCTTCATAGTTTAAATATTTATCATAGAGATATTAAACCAGCAAATATCTTAATAGATAATGGTAATCTGTATATTTGTGATTTTGGAATGTCCAAAAATATGACAAATTGTGGGCATAGAACGATGAATCTTCAAACATTACATTATAGATCACCAGAAATCTTAGTGGAAGATTTTTATTACACAGAGAAGATTGATGAATGGAGTATTGGATGTATTATCGTGGAAATGATCAATAAGGAATGTTTATTTGAAGGAGACAGTGAGATTTCTCAATTATTTGAAATTTTTAAGGTATTAGGGACTCCTACCCAAGATACATGGTACAAGTTTAAAGCCAATTATCCAGTATTTAAAAAGACTGGATTAAAGATTAATACAGAGAATAAAAGATTGTTGGCTATTTGTGAAGGTTTGCTTCGATTAAATCCTAAAGATAGAATGTCATGTAGACAAGCCTTATATACTTTGAATAATGAACGTATACCGACAACTATTAAACAAAAGGTTGAATACATGGGTAGACAACCTCCTATTCATGGATCTATTATTACGAGAGGAATACGATATGTATTATTCGAATGGTTATGGGAAGTGTCCCGTTCATTTTTCCTTTCTCACAATGTACTTTTAAATTCATATATACTATTTGATATATTTGCCAGTAAGAGGAATATAGTAAAATCTAAAATTCAACTATACGGAATGGCAGCATTGTATATATCAGATAGTTATTATTCACAGTTCCCTCAATCTGATAATGATTATGTATATGTATCTTCTAGTACTTATAATAATGATGAATTATATAGTGCGGTTTGTGATATGCTTAAAGTTTTAGATTATAATATTGATTATTCAGCAAATATAGATTATGGTATATCACATAGTAAGGTAAGCGATATAATTCCTATTGTAGCATATTTTATATACTCTAAGACATTTAATATGAATTTGATAACGTTTATAAAGAAATTTTATAAAATATATCATAAATATGATAATCATAAGCACGTGGTAACCAAAGAATATTTGACAAGAGTTTTAAATAATGATTTTGAAACTATGAAAACTGAAATATTAGGGTTTGTAGGTTCTCCTTCTATGAATATAATAAAAAATAGTAAATTTGTTGCTAAGTCATTACCAGAATGTTTAATGTACTTAAATGAGGTCTTATAATTATATATACGGATAGCAAGATGACATAAATAATGACATAAGATGCTATATTATTATATATAATATATTAATGTATTAATATGTTATAATTTATATGATTATAGTATAATTTATATGATTATATGGGGTACTATACACAGAAAGATATATAATAATATAAAAATATAATGTATATAATTATTCATATATCTTTCTCCTAAAATCTATAATGTATATAATTATCATATAAAACTTTCTGTGTATAGTACTCCATATAATAAAAATAGTATGTAACATAAGTATTGATGGTAATACCTTATTATTCTTATATAAAATAGTATATACTATTTTATATATAACTATATATGTTATATGATTAACATCATTACGAATTTTTGTATTGTTCTAATAGCGTATTCCTATTTCCATCCTCATGCCAACATTCGACTACACCTTCTCGTTTACCATTTACATAAAAACATTGTTTACGTTTATTCCCATTTTCCCACCACATTTCATGTTTACCATCCCTTTTACCATTTTTATAATGGTATTCTTTGTGTATATGTCCATTTTTACCCTGATGCCATTCTATATATTTACCTTCTGTATTACCATTTATGAAATAGCATTCAGTACATCTTGTTCCATCCTTCCACCAACTTTCATATTTACGTTGCTTCTTACCATCTTTATAATAACATTCTTTACATTTATTTCCATTATCCCACCATACTTCGCATTTACCTTCCTTTTTGTTGGTAAACTTATTTATCCAATATGTTCTTTTAAATCCATAGTTATTTACGTCCTCTATACGTTTTAAGAAGAAACTTGTGGGAGTTCTTAATTCCTTACCATATCCCTTACTTATTTGATTAAATCTTTTACATAATGAGGAGAATAATATGGATACTTCATAATCTGAATAACAGATATTATAGAATAAGATATCTTCTGATAATTGTTCCATCATATTATTATAATATATACTAATTAATTCAATTTTATATTAAATTAATAATAAACTTTATTATATTATTTGATATTTATCTCATACATCGGTGGCTTATATTCTATTAATTATAATATAATAAATTGATTTAATTTATATATAGATATCTATATAAATATAGAGAATATAAATAAGAGATATCCAAAGAAACAATACATTCATGAAGTCTACCTGTAAAATAAAGACGGTATATATATGGATAATATAAACAATTATACATAATGCATCAATGAGGAATAGAATTATATTTATATAAATATAATTTATACTTTATTTCTCTGATGTGGTGGTACACATAAAATTAAACTATGTTGTTTTATAAAGGTTAACTCTAATACCATATTATATTCTAATATAATAAAATATAACATAATAGAATAATATTTTATTCATGGAAGATATAAATAATTATATTTTATTTGTATATGTGGTGGTACACATAAAATTAAAATATATTGTTTTATAAAGGTTAACTCTAATACCATATTTATTATGTTATATTATAATATAATAGAATAGAATTATAAAATGACAAAATATAGTGAGTAATAAAATAAGCGATGCAATTATAATAAGGGATATACTTATACCATAACAAAATATGATATATAATAGAATATAATCTACGATAGAATAATATAATCTATAATAGAATAACAAAATATAATCTATAATATACTTATACCATAACAAAATATAATATATGATAGAATATACGAATAGTATAATTACAATATATAATAGAATATAGTATAATTACAATATATATAGAATATAATTCTAATAGTTTAAAACATATTAAATGTAATATGTTTGATATAACATTGTATAAACTTATGCGGCTGTTGCTGTTGGAACTGGGAATTGTGTTGCCCATTGTCTAATTGCCGTCTTCATAATACGAAAATCAACTCTTTTCTCTTCCATCATCTTTGTTATCATCTTAATAGGTCTATCTACAGGAATAAATCTACAATGATTATTAAATGGCTTATATCCTAAACCAGAATTTACCATATGATCAACATGTTTCTTATACCCAACATGGAATAATTGTTCTATGGGATTCACTAATAATTTACTAATATAATAAATATAGTCAATCTGTTCAGCATTTCCATCTGCTAATGCCTCTAAATATTGTTCATCAGATCTCATTCTTTTACCTAATGGGAATTCCTTTCCAGTACTTTCTTCAATATCACCATTTCTATGTTTAACAATAATATAAGGTATACGATCTCCAGGATTTGCCGGCTTTCCTGATCTTGCTAACTCATCGGAAAATACCTTCATGAAATAATTATCGGACTTATAATTAGCACCTATACCTCTAATAATTGTCAAATCTCCCCAATCAATCTCTCCATTCACTAATTTCTCAATCTTATCTACTATAATATCCATTGTATCCCATATTGGCTTCTCCATCAATATTACATCCAAACATTCTACATATATATCTCTCAAGAATTGACAATTATCTCTTCTAGCTAAGATGATACCCTTAGTTAATCTATCATTTCTTCCCCACATAGGTTCGCCATGTTTATCAATCAAAACTGCAGCATATTTCTTCTTCTTAAATACTAAAAATACATACATAGCTTTTTCGAATTCTAACTTTACAGGATTCATATTAATATATTCTGATACTTCCTTAGCTAATTTAAATCCTGCTTCGTTACAATCCTTCTTATCTATTATTCCAACATCAATCATACAAGAATCTGTGTCTCCATAAATAATCTTAGCATTATATTTCTTCACCAAATATGATCCCACACTTCCAATTAATTCCCGACCTTTAAATGTCACACACATAGCTCCTTCCGGTAAAGGCATCTTGCCTCCCTCTTGTGCTCCTAACGCACCATACATACTATTTGCAGATACCTTCAATGCATTCTGACGTTTATCTAAGACAATATGTTCGACAGTTCCTTCCGCATATTTCGCCATTTCCTTCTTAGCCTTGTTTCTTTCATTGACCAAGTTAGTTAATAATTCTGGCAGAATACCCTGCTGTCCCTTTTCATGATATTGTTTATTTTCATTATTGTTTCCTTCCGGTATTGGTGCTTTAATAAATCTAAATCTATATTTTATTATCTTAGTAGTTACCTTCTTCTTAGTTTGTTTGGAAGATTCCAATTCATCATCGTCTTCCTCATCATCATCCTCCTCATCATCACCAACATCAAAGTCATCATCATTAGCAGTCCCACTTGCCTTCTTTATTTTACTTTCATCTATCTCTTCTTCCCATTCAAATATATGACACATTTCATCAGGGACATCAGTATTTTCCATAGGGACCAAGGTTGTATAACAAATGTTATAAGCTCTCATAATACTAGGATATAAAGAAGCAAAGTCTAAACATATAACATTCTTGTATAGACCAGGGATAGGATCGACGACATAAGCTCCTTTATAGGGAATCTTGTTAATATCTCTTCTGTCGATAACAATACCCTTCTTACTGGTTAGCTTATAGACCTGATGTAAGACACGAATTTGTTGACCTCTTGTAAAGATATCGAAGACGGGAACACAAACAATGTTACTCATCTCAATTAGAGAAATCCATACGTTTAGTTTTTGCATTAGATCCAATACTAATTCAGAATCTTCAATACAATATTCTACTACTCTTGTCATATCCGCAATTGCCTCTTCTAATTCTTTAATATCATCTTTCATTAGATTATATAGATCGCCGCCTGATTTTTCTATACTAGTTTTAATATCTGATACTTTATCAATGGGTATATTAATAGTTCCACTAGCATAAGAATTTACATCAATATATTTATTCAATACTTTTCGAATAGTATCCCCATGATTTACATCCTTACCTATATCATATATCTTATTTTTAAATGCCTTGATCGCAGATTCTTGACGTTCGAAAATACGGAACATTTCGGCAGCCTTAACTGGATGTTTTCCTCTCTTTATAAACTTCTTACTTACCGTATCTAAATCGTATTTAGGAAGCTTATAATCTCTTCTGACTATGGGTAACATATCTATATTCATACGACCATCTAAATTATTCATAATACCGATAGTATTAAAACCATATCCAGAAGATTCCCATGAGAACTCGGTGAATGATGGATGTCTATTCTTTATTCTTCCAAAGCAAGGCCATTCTTTTATACCAACTCTCTTTAATCTAGCATCTAAATATCCCCAATCGAAACCTAATATATTGTAACCAGAAATAATATCAGGATCTAATTGTTTTATAACCTCACAGAATTTATTAATAAGTTCGATTTCGGTATTAACACGAATAATTTCACCATCTTTTACCTCTTGACACTCACCAAAGATAATATTATATCTTTTCCTAGTTTCAGGCTTACCATACTTCTGATAAATACAAGATATGGTATAAGCAACATGCTTAGCTAAGTTTCTTCTAGGCATAGCTTTGTGATTAGGAGAGTAAGTTTCAATATCGAAGACTACTACAGCGGGGTTAGTTACCCAACCAGAAGTTTGTTCAGGAGGTAATGCTCGAAGTTTAGTCCAATCATAGACGATAAACTCATTTTCTAAGGTGGAAACCTTCTCGGCAACGGGTACACGATGTGCATCTACAGTAAACCATTGAGAATAGGCACAATTTGTCATTGTTAACATCTTCCAAGAAGGACTGATATTAGATTCCCAGACAGAACAATGAATGAATCTTCCATCTTTCATATCTAATCCTTTCCTTAAAATATTTTCACAATGTCGCATTGCTTCTAATGACTTAAATACTGTTTTAACCATAGGATACTTCTTATTACCTTGATAATAATATACTTTCTTCTTATGTTCTAGTTGATATTGAATAGGGGAATGATCTTCACTATCTTTACTATAACCTCTTAATCTAGACTTTAAAACACCCATAAATTCATCGACATCATGTTCTAACCAAGTTTTCTTTCTTTGGTTCACTACTTGTGGCATTTCAATATAACAATATACGGGAGCCTGCATAAATCTTACTAAATATGGTTTGGATTCTCTATCCAGACACCAGGCATTAATTGTTGTACATCCATCCAGGGATCGTAAGTCCTTGTCTTCAACTTTCCATTCATAAGCATGGCAGGTTATTTGTTCGGCCATATCTTTCTTTTCTTCGTTAATTTTTTATTCCAAACCATTTTTATCTATTCCATCATCTTGACATTTCTACATACTGTACATATAGTAGATACTAAGTTATTATTCTCTATGTATCATACAATAACTGGTATAACTTATAATAGGATAATTATTATCCTATTATGTTAGTGTGTCTTTTTAATTCGTATTATTAATTGGATAGATTTTCAGTCATATATCTTTCATTACTTAATAATTCTATTTCTAGCTGAACAGGTCCTATATTTTTATGAAAATAGTGCAGAAATACTTGAAAACTGCATAGCGGTTTCATACATTTATCTCGATATTCTGTCTCCTCCTTGTTAGGTTTTACATCATGGATCCATTTATTATTTTGATTTCCATTATCGTTCCATTGTTTGCATTCACCATGTAACTGTCCATTTAGATAGTTAGCATGTATTCTTAAAGTTCCATCCTCATACCATTCTTTTAATTCTCCTTCTAACACACTATCAACATAGGTGCATTCTTTTTTTAAATGTCTGGATTTATTATGCCATTCTTTATATTTACCATATAATTTTCCATTCTTAAAGGTGCATTGTATTATTGGAAGGACATCATTTTCTAAGGTATATTTAAGGTATACTCCTTCTCGTAATTTGGTTATTTTATTTATAAAATATTTTTCTATGCAATCCCCATTTTTATTATATATTGGTATTAAGAAATAATTTATTATATTTCTACTTTCTCCATTATATCCCTTGCTTAACTTATTAAGATGTTTAGATAATGAGGAGAATATAGTAGCAACTTCATAATTTGAATAGCATATATTATAAAATAACACATCATTTGTTAATTTATCCATTATATATTAATATCATAATAGTATTAAAATTTATTAATAAATCATTTTTGTATGAAATTCATGTAATCTATGAAATATTTTTATAAGTATCTATTATAAAATATTTCATAACTATTCTAAAATATTTTTATAACTATCTCATTCTAAAATATTTTTTATAACTACCTATTCTAAAATATCTTCTGGCTATCTCTTCCAAAATATGCAATTATAAAACAAAATGGTATAGATAATATGATAGTAATTGTCTATAATTTTACTTTCATGGATACCCACATATGAAACTTTTAACAATGGTTGTCAAGGTGATTAATTTATAGAGATAAATTATTATAAGGTTATTATAAGACTATTATGCTTCTTAATTTCATCATCCCGCATGATGATTGCGTTAAAAGTTTTATGTGTGAATATCCATGAAATTAAAATTATAGACAATTACTATCATATTATCTATACCATTTTGTTTTATAATTATACATTATGAGACAGTCATAAAATACTCTACAGGTGACATCAAGTTATAAAAATAATTTTAGAGGAGATAGTTATAAAAATAATTTTAGAGGAGATAGTTATAAAATTATTTTAGAATAGATAGTTATAAAATTATTTTAGAATAGATAGTTATAAAATTATTTTAGAATAGATAGTTATAAAATTATTTTAGAATAGATAGTTATAAAATTATTTTAGAATAGATAGTTATAAAATTATTTTAGAATAGATAGTTATAAAATTATTTTAGAATAGATAGTTATAAAATTATTTTAGAATAGATAGTTATAAAATTATTTTAGAATAGATAGTTATAAAATTATTTTAGAATAGATAGTTATAAAATTATTTTAGAATAGATAGTTATAAAATTATTTTAGAATAGATAGTTATAAAATTATTTTAGAATAGATAGTTATAAAATTATTTTAGAATAGATAGTTATAAAATTATTTTAGAATAGATAGTTATAAAATTATTTTAGAGGAGATAGTTATAAAATTATTCGTGTCTCCTTCATCTTATATTTATAAATATAAGATAAAAATGGTATAGATAGTAACGTATTAATTGTTTATACTATTTTGATCCCATGACGTAGTATACATTAAGTAAACAGAAAAAAATCTGAAGATACATAAAAGTAATTAGAAGAAATTATAATATAGAAATCACTACCATTTATTTTATGATTATATCATAAAATATTTAGATGATGTGGATTTATAAGGATATTTTATAAGAGATGAAGTTATAAAAAAATTTCTAGAATGAATAGTTATAAAAATATTTTATAAGAGATGGTTATTAAAATATTTTATAAGAGATAGTTACAAAGATTATTTTATAAGAGATAGTTATTAAAATATTTTAGAATGATAGTTATAAAAATATTTTATAGAAGAGATAGTTATAAATGTATTTTATAGAAGTTAGTTATAAAATAATTTTAGAGTGGATAGTTATAAAATAATTTTAGATGGCATGAAGTTATAATAATTATTTTTATATAATGTTATAATAATTATGATCTATTATACAATAGTGCTGTTTATCGTAAACCATTTTATATTTTAACCTTCTAAAATATTTTATGAGTCTACCATTATTATATAATTAATTATTATAAGATAAAAATGGTATAGATAGTAATGTACTAGTTCTTTATAATTTTGATTTCATGGATACCATCACATAAAAGTTTTAATGCGTTATTATCTAAAATAATGAAATTGGAGGTTATAATAACTATATAAAAAATTATATCCATTAATCAATTACTTCGTATAATATTTTACTGATTTCATGTATACTATCCTATGAAATCAAAATTATAAAGAACTAGTACATTACTATCTATACCATTTTTATCTTATAATAATTAATTATATAATAGAGGTAAAGTCATAAAAATAATTCTGACAACTGTTTCTTCTAAAAATAATTTTATAACTTCATGTCATCTAAAAATAATTTTATAACTTCATGTCATCTAAAAATAATTTTATAACTTGATATCATCTAAAATTATTTTAATAACTATCATTCTAAAATATTTTAATAACTTGATATCATCTAAAATTATTTTAATAACTATCATTCTAAAATATTTTAATAACTATCATTCTAAAATATTTTAATAACTATCATTCTAAAATATTTTAATAACTATCTGTTATAAAATAATCTTTGTAACTATCTCTCATAAAATATTTTAATAACCATTTCTTATAAAATATTTTAATAACCATCTCTTATAAAATAATTTTATAACTCTCAAAAAAATTTATAACTAACTTCTATAAAATACATTTATAACTATCTCTTCTATAAAATATTTTTATAACTATCTCCTCTAAAAATTATTTTTATAACTTCATGTCACCTATAAAATATTTTTATAACTATCTCCTCTTAAAAATATTTTATAACTATCTCTTCCAAACTACACAATCATGAGATAAAATCTTATAGATGGTATCATATTAATTGTCTATAATTTTACTTTCATGTATAGGTATCCCTGAAACTTTTAACGAGAGTTACCAAGATAATTGATTTATGGAAGCAAATTATTATATGGTTATTATATGGTTATTATGTTTCTTAATTTTATTATCTATCATAATAATTGCGATAAACTTTCATGGATATCTATACATGAAAGTAAAATTATACGCAATTAATATGATACCATCTATAAGATTTTTGTCTTATAATTATACATTATAAAATATTTTTAAGAAAGGACAAAGTTATAAAAATTATTTTATAGGAGTTAGTTATAAAAATATTTTATAGAAGTTAGTTATAAAAAATATTTTAGATGACATGAAGTTATAAAATATTTTTAAGATGAGATAGTTATAAAAATATTCCATAAGAGATAGTTATAAAGATTATTTAGAATAGATGGTTGTTAGAATTATTTTTCTGAGTTTATCGTTATTATATAATTAATTATTATAAGATAAAAATGGTATATATAAGTAAGGTACTAATTCTTTATAATTTTGATTTCATAGATACCACCACCACATAAAAGTTTTGATGTGTTATTGTCTAAAATAATGAAATGTGAGGACATAACAACTACATAAAAATTCATATGCATTAATCAATTACTTTGTATAATATTTTAAGAATTTCATGTATACCATCCCATGAAATCAAAATTATAAAGAATTAGTACCTTACTTATATATGTCATTTTTATCTTATAATAATTAATTATATAATAACGATAAACTTAGAAAAATATCTTAGAAGGTTAAAATATAAAATATTTTATGATAAATAGTATTGTTATATGATAAATAATAAACTGTAACCACTTTTGAATTCATGAGGTCTTCGTGTCTCCATCCACGATACAGAGTGCTACACTGACGTCAGTATTATATATAATTACATATTCACCATCCATCGTAGTGGATATAAATAATTTTATAATTATCTATTCTAGAATTATTTTATAACTTCATGTCTTCTAAAATTAATTTTATAACTATCTATTCTGAAAATATTTTATAACTTCATATCATCTATAAAATATTTTATAACTATCTCTTCTAAAATATTTTATAACTATCTATTATAAAAAATATTTTATAACTATATATTATAAAAAATATTTTTATAACTATCTATTATAAAAAATATTTTTATAACTACCTCTTCTAAAAAATATTTTATAACTATCTATTATAAAAAATATTTTTATAACTATCTATTATAAAAAATATTTTTATAACTATCTATTATAAAAAATATTTTTATAACTATCTATTATAAAAAATATTTTTATAACTATCTATTATAAAAAATATTTTTATAACTATCTATTATAAAAAATATTTTTATAACTACCTCTTCTAAAAAATATTTTTATAACTATATATTATAAAAAAAGTATAAGTCAAAATGGTATAGATAATATATAGTAAGTGTCTATAATTTTACTTTCATGTATATCCCATCCACACCCATAAAATGCATTTTATAAATAAATGGACTCAAGGTATTAATAACATCTTATATGAATTAACAGAATTCATGCTTATTATATAACACCAAATATTATTATCATAGATTTATAATTAGGTATATATAATAGATAACAATTTCATGTTATTCTATTACTCTATAAATATAATTGTCAGAATAAGGTTAATATATTATATACTAAGATGAATATTATAATGCTATATTTTAACAAAAGATAATTATAATATAGAAGTATAATACAATAAATAACTAATTATATTATTATGTAATATAATTATAATTATGACTTTATAGATTCTATAGTTATATAATATATAATAGATTAATCTTATATACTATATATAATATATAAGAACCGCAAGAAGAAAAGACAAAAAAAATTATATAACATAATAATTATGTTATATTAAATATGGTATTAATCCTATGGTAATATGGTGAGATATATTCTATAACTTCACATTGGCATCTCTTCATTCTAATCCCCAACCTCATCTCGTCCTCAACCTTATCTCTTCATCTTAATCCTCAACTCCATATAAATCTTAATCTCATCTCGTCCTCAACTTTGTCCTAACATTAATTCCATTTCGACCTCGACTTTGACTTAACATCAACTTATCTTCGATCCCAACTCCATTTCAACATCAACTCTGCATCGACCTCAACTTCGTCTTGACATCAATCGCATCTCGACCTAACTTCATCTCAACATTAACCTTACCACTTACGTCATCGTAATCTCCACTTTGATTTCATATTAACTCATCTGCCTTTTGCATTCAACCTTCTCTCATCATCAACTCTAACTTTGGGTTCACGTTGGACCAATCTCATGCCACTATTAACTTCAAATTCATATCAATCTTACATTGGACATTAATTTATCCACAATCATTATTACCTAACATAGAGATCAATCCCATCTTTATATCGATTAATCTGCCTTTGTTATGGCATGCACAGTCTATCCAGTTTGTCGGAATTTTTATTTATACTATGATATATTTTCTTGTTAATATACTTTATTTTATCAATGATTGATCATTATATTATAATTAATTTTTATTATCTATTTTTCTACAAACTATTATGTATATTACAATACATATAAAACTTAGAGATGAATACATTTATTCACCTCCTTCTATTTATATAGATTTTTTCTTTTAAGCTATTTTTTATTTTATTTCATTTTATAAAAATTAATAACAGTAGAATGGATATAGAAGTTAAGACTAATAAACTATATCTAACATCCTCTAAAAATAATAAATTTAGTTAATGTATAGGTATACTTCACAACAAATTATTATTATTTCTTATCCATAGTATTAGTATTATTTTTATCTTCTATTTATAACTTATATACAATTATTATCTATGAAGTTAATATTTACTACTCAAATAATCTGTTGTAATATCATATAATTCTGCATTAATTTATATGTCTAATTATTATAATTTAATTAGATATATTTATTATATTAAAACATGGTATAAAATATATAATATGTAATTATATAACAAATAATAATTACATTCGTTTCGTATTCTATAGTTATATATATTATAGAATACTCTTATATTATATAATATATAATATGAGGAAATGAAAGGGAAAGACAAAAAAATAATATAACATAATTATTATGTTATATCAATCATTGCATAGTAATCCCACTGTACAATATCATGTTGTTTAAATTCATTGCGCAGTTTCATTAATTATATATCCATTCTTATCCCAACATCAATCTTATCTCAACATCAATTTTATTTCAACCCTAATCTCATCTTACCTTCATCTCAATTCTATCCCACCTTATCTCAACCTCAATTTCGACATTGAGCTCACCTCGATCTTGCCCAATCTAGACATTGATTTTACCTCGATATTTATTTTATCTTGACCAATTCCATCTCAACCTCAATTTCCTATCGACATCAATCTCATCTTAATCTTATTCCAACCTTGACATCAATCTCATCTCGACATTATATCATGATTGGTTTCAATTATTAATCCCATTCCATCTAAATATTAATCCTATGTTATACATCAAATACAAGCACAGTTTTTCCATAATCCCCTATTAAAATATTAATATTTTATTATCAACATGATGAAATTATATATTAGTAATACCATATTATAATTAATTTTTCTATGGGCTATTATGTATATTAGAATATATATAACATTGGATGATGGACACAGTTGTTCATCTCCTTCTATTTATGAGAATTTTTCTCTCTTGCAGAGTCGTAGACGAGATAAGGATTTTTATTTTCTTTCATTTAATATCAATTAATAAAATTTATAACTTACATAGAATTAATATATATTAATGTTATTTCAAGCATCCAAATATACCATAAAGTAAGAGTATAAATAACTTTTAGTATTAAAACCGTGATGACAAAATCGTATAATTTATATAATCATTATGTGTAAAACTTCCATGGATAGGATCCCATGAAATGAAACACGCACCGATTTATAACCATAACTTTAATACTATTTTTATCATTTATAAATAATTATATTAATTTTAGTAAAACAAGAGCAGCTATAATAAAAATTATGTGTAAGGTATCATTTGTCAAACATTTCATAATATTGAATTATGGAATATGATAAACATAAAATCAATTTAATCATAATTACATGACTCTACCAACATACCCTCTGTGTTATATCTCTCGTACAATCCCTTAAATTTTCCATTAATGTAATTAATTTTCTCAAATATTAAACCATTATTGTCACTATTGTATATTATACACATCCCATGCAGACTACCGTTTTTGTATATAGCATCTTTAAATTTATTACCATTGGTATACCAACTTCTATATATTCCTTCCATATTACCATTCTTATACCAACATTCGTAGTACCACCGTTGACAAGGCCCTTCCCTTTTTCCATTATATTTATTGACCCAATACCTAACTATTCCTCCACTATCCCATGTCTTCTCTATATATTCTAAGAAATAACTTTTGGCATCTCGTATCTCTCCGTTATGTCCCTTACATAATTTATTAAATCTCTTACAAATAAGAGGAAATAAGGAGGAGACTTCATAATCAGAATAACATATTTTATAAAAGAGAATATCATCATTCATATTTTCCATTGATCATGTTATATTTATAATTAAATAAATTATAAATTCATTTTAATATAAATTATTTATATCTTTTTGTGCATCTTTCTTTCTATTTTTATAATTACATTCTTTGTATTTATTTCCATTATCCCACCATTCTTCATATTTTGATTCCTTATTCCCATTATCACTCGCTTGCACTCTACAAGAAAAAAGGATTAACATTCTTCATAGTTATCATCCAATTTGTCATTTTTATAATAACACTCTTTGTGTTTATTTCCATCTTTGTCCCATTGTTCATATTTACCTTCCCTTTTGTCATCCCCATAATTACATTCTATATATTTAGTTCCATTTTCAAAAAATATTTGATATTTTCCTTCCTTCTTCCCTTCTTTATAATAACATTCCCTACATTTACTTCCATTAATCCACCATTCTTCATATTTAGCCTCCCTTTTATCATCTTTATAATAACATTCTATGCGTTTATTTCCATTATTCCACCATTGTTTATATTTACCATCCAATTCACCATTTATATAGTAACATTCTATGTGTATATTTCCATACCTATCCCATTCTTCATATTTACCTTCAAACTTTCCATTTTTGCAATTACATTTCATGCATTTATTACCATTATCATAAAAGACTTCATATTTACCTTCCATCTTTATAATAAGATCCCCCATATTTATTTCCAGTTTCAAAAAACATTTGATATTTTCGTTCCATATTTTTGTATATTTATTCATATAATATTTTAGTGTATATTCAAAGATGTTTATTTCATGAACCTCTTATAAAAAATAACTTTAGGATTTCTTATTTCTCTATTATGCCCCTTACATAATTTATTAAATCTCTTGCAAATAAGAGGAAATAAAGAAGCAACTTCATAATCAGAATAACAAATGCTCTTCCAGAGCGTCAGCGAAAATAAAAAGTATATCATCATTGATATTTTCCATTGATTATATCTTATGTTACATTTATAATTAAATAAATTATAAATTCATTTTAATATAGATAATTCATAATATATATATATCATCTAATTTTTGGTGTTTGTATTAGCACTATTTAAATTTATTTCCTTTATTTTCTTTCCATCTTCATTCCATATAATATATATACCATCTAACTTATCATCTTTATAATAACACTCCTTCCATTTAGTTCCACCATAATACCATTCTTCAAATTTTCCATCTAAATTATCATCCTTGTAATTACATTGTACCCATTTAATTCCATCTCCATACCATTCTTCATATTTACCATTCTTTTTATCATCTTTATAATAACATTCTTTAGATTTAATTCCATTCTCATTCCATTCTTCATATTTACCATCCTTCTTATCCTCCTTATAATAACATTTTATCATTCCATTCTCATCCCATTCTTCATATTTACCATCCTTTTTGTCATCTTTATAATAACATTTTATTTTCTTACTTCCAGTCTTATACCATTCTTCATATTTTCCATCCTTTATGCCATTTTTACAATAACATTTTATTTTTATATTTCCATTATCATACCATTCTTCATATGTTCTTTCATGTTTTCCATCTTTATAATAACATTCTATAAATTTAATTCCATAATAAGAAAATCGTAGATATTTTCCATCCTTTTTACCATCTTTATAATAACATTCTTCTGATACATTTCCATTATTCCAAAATTTTTGATATTTTCCATACACCCCATTCGTATATTTATTTATATAATATTTTAATCTACATCCGTTATGGTCTACTTTATCAATCTTTTGTAAGAAATAACTTTTAGAACTTCTTATTTCTCCATTATGCTCTTTACTCAATCTATTAAATCTTTTACAAATAAGAGGAAACAATGAAGCGACTTCATAATTAGAATAACAAATATTATAAAAAAGTATATCGTCGGGAATATTATCCATTACTTATATCATATGTTATACTTATAACTAAATAAATTATAAATTCATTTTAATATAGATAATATATACATTACTTTTTATTATTATCAAATAACGTAGCTATTCCTTATCATTATATAACAAAATTTTATATTATATATTTATTATATACTTTATTGTTCTTATAATTCACCTTCATAATATTCCAAATCATTATTTCCATTTTTATGGTATTTACAATATTTTCCATGTATATTATTATCTTTATAGTTACTTTCTTCGCATTTGATTCCATTTAACATACCATCTCTGTGATAACATTCTATATGTTTAATTCCATTATAATTCCATACTTCATATTTTCCTTCCCTTTGTTTTGTAAATATATTAATCCAATATTTATGCCTACTATTATCCTTATCTATTATTTCCTTGAATTTTAGAAAATAATTTTTGGAGTTCTAAGTTCTTTACCATATCCTTTACTTAATTTATTAAATCTTTTACATATTAAAGAAAATAACATATTTTATAAAATAGTATATCATCATGTAGTAACTCCATTATATAATTTACAACTTTATAATAAAATAATTATATAATCATTTTAATAAGTATTATAAAATATATTTACTCTATTTATATTTATAATAAAATATATTTACTCTATTTATATTTATACTATTGAACCTTTTAGATTGCAAATTTATAATTTGAATAACATATGTGATCAGATAGAGTTTCCATTAGCTTATAAATTACTTTTCTTTTTGATAGGAACTCCATTATTTTTTCATTTTATACCATCCGTACATATCATCATGTTAATAAATTATTGATAAAATTTTTATTGTTTATTAATGAAAAAATAAAATGTTAGGAAGATTATGGAATGCATTGTGTAGCATAATGATAAGAGAACAAGAATATATAATAACTTGTAAAACTATGGAATTAGATGATGTATTGGATTTACTTACTATACATAAATTAAGGCCTTGGTTTATGACAGAATTAAGTAAAGGAAGAACCTATATGGCGGTTAGATCAAAGGTTGATTTAATGACAAATAATATAAAATTTCCCACATATACAATAGTAAGAAACCCAAACGTTCCTACTTTCCATTAATAACGTATTATACATAATTCTTTATGCAAAGTGTGATAAAATCATACATTAATTTTCATTAAAACTTCATTATACAATAATATTATACAATAAATTGATTAGTATATTATATTCATGAGATAAAAAATTATAATATTATAATGTCAACATCAGAAAAAGCTATTCTGCATCAACACCTAATCAAAGAGTCCATACCACTTCCATTTTATACCTATATACCAGATGGTTCAAAATGGAGATCTATTATGACATTACATGATGGTACAAAATTTTATTCCTCTACAAATGCTAGCAAACGAGGAGCCGATAAAGAAACAGTGGCATCTGCATTAAAGTATTATGATATAACTTCTGATAATGAAATAGATGATAGAAGGTTAAATATTAGTAAAGGAAGTGACAGTGACAGCGACGGACCCGATGATAAAAATGCGGAAAGAAAGAGAGAAATATCTAAAAAAATGGATTTAGAGAGGAAAGGCAAAGTTTTTGCATTTGTTGACATCGAAAATAAACCAATTATAGATAAATTAGTAACAGAATTATTTGGTAGATATAATACCGACGATATTATAATTTATGGATTTTTATATGGTGAGTCTGGTTTATATAATAAATATGAAAACTTTAGACATAAAAATATTAAGATATTACCGGTAGAAGGTAAATTAGATAAGAGTAAAGATGCCGCTGATATTTATATGATATTATATATTGGACATTTATTAGGAAAGGGATCATTGGACGATAAAGAAATATATATTTGTACCGGAGATCATTTTGGAACTACATTATGTCACTTAATTAATAATGGATTTTATGGAATGGTTGGTAGACAATGTAAAGTTCTTACATCATATGAAGAGCTAGAAAAATATCTATTAAATGGATGTTCATTATCATATACCCCATAATATTAATGAAATAAAAATTTTATTATTATATAATAAAATGTCATGTGATGATGTAGATAGATTAATAGAGCAATATTATGGAAACGCGGAAGCATATTGGGTAACAATCATTGAATCTACAATAGGTAATTTTGATATTCTTTATAATCTTAAAACAGATAATCTCAATAAATTATTAAATATTTTATATCCAAATCCTAAATTAATGAATAAATTATCATTTTTTTCTTATAATAGGGAAGATATAGTTAGAAGATGTTTAGAGTTACGTTATAGTAAAGATAGAATATTACAATTAATAGAACAAATATTAGGAGAAACGCAACTAACATTTAATAAATTATTTTATAGTTTTGCTAGATATGATTTATATATACCAGAAAATACAAAAAAATATATGATTAGTATTAAGAGTGATAATTTATTTTATAAAGATAAAGCTCCATTAGATATAAGGCAAAAATATATGATATCTTATATATCATTCTCATCATATCCAAAGTTATTATTTAATAAATACAAGACAGAATTTTTAAGTAATAATAAAATATTGGATATATATACAAATGATCCGAATATATATCCATCTGACATTTATATATATTTGTTAAGAGATGATAAAAATGATGAAGTGATTAAAAAATTCTTGGATGATATGATAGTTATTAATTATGTGCTAGTTAAGTTTTTAATAAATATAGAAGAACTACAATTATTATATTATGCATTAAGGAATAAAATAAATAAAAAATTTAAAATTATTAAGGAAATATTAAGTAATACTGAATCAATAATACCAGATGTAAATTTATATAAATTTTTAAGAGATGTTCCAGAAGATATATTGAATTTTGAGGATAGATTTGATATTATAAAATCATTGTCACCTTCATTGAATATACACTTATACAAAATTTTGTTATTATTACTAACTATGCAAAATACATCAAGTGACATTATTAATGAATATTTAAAATTAGGATTTTAAATAAATTGATATATTTTATTAATAATATATCTGGATTGAAGAAAAAGAAAGAAGCATATTGAATGTGGATATAAATGTGGTAAATTATATGGAGGTCTCATGTTACGTTGTTAATAGGTATTAGAAGGAAATTATATGGAATATCATTATAATGTAAATCCTTTTCCTCTTGCGGAATGATAGGGAGATATCCAAAGGCGAGAGACAATGGAAAGAAAGAGGGTGTATATGAAAGGTGGTATGATAACGCTATTGAATGTTATTACATGGAAATAAACACATCTATTGTTCTTATATTGACGATGAGTTAGAAGGAAGATATCATAAGTAAATTGAGTATATATAAATAATGTATGTTCAATATAAAAATGATTTATTAATATTTGACAAAATATTAATGTGAGAAATGATATCATTGTATAATATACCAGAAGAAATATTATTTTATAAGATATGCTATTATGATTATGAAACTGCAATTTTATTTTCTATGTTATGTAAGAAGTTTAATAAAATAAGTAAAGGATATGGTGGAGATAAAAGAAACAGTAAAAATTACTTTTTGGAGTGTATATCTAATAAAGAGGAAACCTATTATGTAGATAGAAACACAGGAATAAAGAATGGGAAATATATACAGACGAAAGAATATATCCTATCCAAATATCAGAGGATTAAAGTTAAATCATGTAAATATTTAAATAACAAATTACATGGATCCTATAAAACATGGACAACTTATGGAAATAAAATTATTGACGCATTTTATAAACATGATAAATTACATGGAGTTTATATGGAATATTGTTACAATAAATTAAATATAAAATGTAATTATAATAATGGTATATTACATGGAAAATATGAAAAATTATATTCTAATGGAAATAAACGGGAAACTTGTAATTATTATAATGGAATATTAGATGGAAATTATGAAGAATTTCATTCTAATGGAAATATAGAAATAAAATGTTATTATAACAATGGAATATTACATGGACCTTATCAATCTAATCAATATGATGGAACAATAGAATTACAATGCGAATATAATAATGGTTTATTACATGGAAGCTATTATATTATGAACAAATATAGAAATATATCTAAATATATTGTAAAATGTGAATATGATAATGGAATATTACATGGACCTTATCAATCATATCATAAAACTCTTGGTCTATATATAGATTGTAGTTATACTATGGGATTGTTACATGGAAAATATATAAAATATTATAATAATGGAAATAAATGGATAGAATGTAATTATAATAATGGAATGTTGGAGGGAGAATATAAACAATGGGAACAACATAAACAATTACAATCACATTGTATATACCAAAATAATATTATAAAAGAATATTGTGTATTAGATACAAATATGAACTTGGATTTATCTGGTATTGATAGTCTTTGGAATTAGGTTTATCCTATATAAATTGAATTCTATTTTACAATAAAATAGAATAATAAGATGGATACATTAAATAATGATATGTTAAGTGAAATATTATTATATCTTGATATAGCAGATATAAATTCTTTTTTATTGATATTTTACAATTCTATGTATTTACAATCCCTAAAGAAGAATAGAAATTTTTGGGTAAAATATCTAAAATTAAATCCTAACAGCGAGTATGGATCATATTTAATTACTTTACCATATAATTGTGCTAATTATATTACGTACATAACTAATATATTAAAAAATGGATTTCTTCATAATGATACATATATCATTCAAAAATATAAAATAAATCTTGAAGTAAGTAAGATAAAATATTCAGAAATATTTTCATTATGTGATATATTGGAGGGATTCACAAATGACCCAACTGCAGTATTCTATAGAATTAATAATAATATATTAGAAATTATATATAAAATTAAATCATCTCACGGAAATATAATAGACTTCAATATTAATAATTTATATTCAGGATTATTTGAATCAGATGAAATAAGATTGTGTAATGAAATATATCACAAGTATCTAGAAAAATTAATACAGAAGAAAGAAATGGAATTATCCACACTACAACAAAAGTTAAATATAAAGAATGATAACATTGGAAACTTATTATTTACTGACTTTACTTTCATTGTCGATAGTCATAATTTAAGAACATTAAAAGATGAAATACTATTTCTTAAGAAGAATAGAGAAAAAAGACAAAAACGTAATGTTTCATTTATATTAATTAAAACGAATTGGTGTTTAATATCAGAAGACAATTTACAGAGGTTTATATACGAACATTTTAACTCATTGCCTATTTTCGAATATATTCGAACTAAATATGGGAGTGAAGTATTATTTGATTATAATATTACAATATTATATACCTAATTAATAAATTGAATATTTATTTTATTTACTAATAAAAGAGAAGGAATACTATGAATTTAAAATCATTAAATCAAGATGTCATTGGAGAGCTGTCTTCATATTTAAATATTAATGATATAAGATCATTATTATTATACAATAATATACCACAATTATCTAATTTATCCAGAAATAAGGTTTATTGGGAAAAATATTTAAATAAATCTACAAAATATGGAACATATCTAATATCATTACCAACACAACCAACCAATTATATAGAATACATTAGTTCTTTATTCAATAATAATATGACGGATTACACCAACTATTCTTGGTATATATCTCAAAGTTATAAGATAAATTATGAAGATACAATACCAACGTATGCAAATATATTTGATCTATGTTTTGATTTATTAATAATGTTTGATCATGCCATACATTTCTACGTTGAAAGACCAATCATAGAAAATATGTTCTATAAATTACAAGGAGATATACTAACTGTTACATATAAAAGTAATAATAAACCACAGAATATATTAAACGAATCTCAAAATATAGATAATGCAATAGATAAAGAATATGATAATATTTTTGAAAAAATGTTAAATCACCATAATTTATTAACTAATAAAAAATTAGATGAAAGTATATATGATAAATATTTATCTAAATTATTGGAGAAATATAAGGATGAGGAGAAAAAAATAAAGACAAAATTTCCGGATATAAATATTGAATCTCAAAATAATGTTAACGATAATGGAAATGATGAGGTTGAAGATCTTACTGACATCCCTGAGGGATTAAAAAGATATCTATCTATGAGTAGATTGGAGCACATAAAGGATAATATAACAAAGATAAGTACAGAATGGATTTTATCTAAAAATAATGAAAATGCTTCCGCAGAAGAAAGGAAATCTTATGACATTAAAAATTATGAATCTATTATACCATTTAGTATTTTGGAAACTAGATGGTATTTGGTTTCCAAAGATAGAGAAAATGAATTGGTTAAGGGGTTACATAGGATATCAGATACTATAACTAATATTGATGATGATGAGGGTGAATCAGATTTAGCTGTTATAACATTTGCTGATGGTTCTGTACTTGAGCAATATTTATATGATTCCTCTCAAGATTATGAACCAGAGCCTTATGATTATGATTATTAATATACATTGTTTATAATAAAATAATTTATTATAATGCTTTAATTAATAAAATAATTTATAATAAGATGATAAGTAATATATATTGTTTATAATAAAATAATTTATAATAAGATGATAATTAATTGTCAACATACATTAATTATAATAAAATATTTTATTATAAGCTGATAATTAATTATTGGGAGGATAGAAAGGTTTGAATTTCCCATACTGACATTTTTTCCATTTTATTTTGAATATTATTTATATCATTCTTATTTGATTTACTTAGGATGTTATGATATTTTTTAAGATGATATAACCCTAATCTATTTAACTTTTTATTCATATACATTATCTTAGGTCCATAATCTTCTAAATTATCTATAGTTCCCGATTTTACGTTATAACCTAACAATTTGTAAATACAATATTTGAAACGGCATCGCTCTACCTCCATTTTATATAAGTATGATAACTTCTTATGCTGTTTACAGCATTTTATAAATTTATATATCATTTTTATAAATTTATTCCAGAAAATAACACAAAACTACCTTCAGTCCATTTATGTGTGCCAGACGATGTTTTTCCAATCTTATTTCTCTTCTTATTCATTTTTTTCTCATACTTATTTATCTGGACATAAAATTCGTCTCCTTCGTTTATTGATATTAATTCCGGAATATTACTTATTCTATTTGTAAATATATCTGTAATATCCTCTCTTCTCTTTACTTTCCATAATTTCTCCCTTCTTAAATATGAGAAAATTATTTCTTTTATATTTACCGGGTTCTTCTCTCTTATTTCAATGTAACGTTCATCTCCATTATATCTATTTACTATCCTTATATAAACCATTTACTATTTATTTTATAAAATTGATTTTCATTTATCTATATTCTCATTATCAGAAACACAACGACCATAACATGAATTCTGTACTTACCCAATTAGAAGATATCTTGAATAAACTAGAACAAGATACAGGAAATAAATATCAAATTACGTTAAAACAATTAGGAGGACAAGAGGTAACTATTAAAGGATTTTCTGAAAGAAAAGGATATAGGGTGTACGATATGAAAGAAGGATATGAATTGTTAAATGGCGAATATAATTCAGTGAAAGAAATAGAAGATAAAATTTTACAATTGATTTACGATGGTGTACAAGTTACAACAACCCCAAATGATAAAGGTCTTAAATTTTGGACATGCCCTAGATGTGGACAATATGAGAAAAATTGGATATCACATTCCTCGAATATTTGCCAACATTGCTATGGTAATGATTATTATTGGAAATGTTTAAGTTGCGAAGAATATAAATTGAATCCATATAAATTACATAGGATTGATGGAGAGGAGAATACGCCAATTGCAGATGGAAGTGATATACAATGTGGTAAATGCTCAGAAAAATATAATTTAGTGAAGAAATTACAAGGTAATTATCTATCAGTACGTCCATCGAAGTTAGGAGAAGATGGTACATGTAATATGCATATTGTCCAATGTAGTAATAGCTATCATCATGTTTCCAAATGGCAGCAAGTTAAACCATATGTTAATATTAATATGGTAGGGAGAAGTGGTGGTGGAAGTTTATCTGTTATTACGTCTTTAGGTAGGATTGAGGTTCTCTAATAGAGAATAAAATTGATATTCTAATCTTTTATATAAAAGATTAGAGAGGATAATGGAAGAATATAAAGAGGAACATTTAAAATTCATTGAAGAATATAAGAATAGATCTCATGGTGACAGATTAAATTATTATAAGCTAAATAATATAGATATGAATAAATGTTTATGTGATAATGATAGAAAATTATGTATGCAACATGTTTGTACTTGTGAATTAGGTAAGATATATAAGGGATTATATAATAAGAAGATATGTAATTTGCATACTAATACATATTTTGTTAATACTGGATGCTATTGGTGTAATTATACTGATTGTAGTTTATATCATTGTTAATTATAATTTATATTGTATATAACTTAATATAAGTTATATAAAGTTATTCCTTATTCCCTTACAATTGGTTATTATAAGATAAAAACGATATTGATATTACCACTATACACATCATCAATTTTAATTCCACGGGATACCATACATGAATATTCATCATCAAATATTTTAATGATAAACGATGATAACGTTATAAATAGTTTAGTGTTAAACAATTATAAAGTTATTAACTTATAATTTTATATAAAGATGCAAAACATTCGTGGGATAGTACCCATGAAATAAAATTATTAGTATTTTTGAGGCTTAATAATAGTATGATATTCTCATTATAATTTATAATTGTAACTATAAATGTTGATCTTATAGCTCGTCGTAAATATAATTATAATTTATAGTTACAATTATAAATTATAATAAGAATATCATACTAATATTAAGCCTCAAAAATACTAATAATTTTATTTCATGGGTACTACCACACAGATGATTATATGGTTGTATAATTATAAGTTAACAAATTTATTTATGTATGGTATCCCATGAAATAAAAATTGATGCTATATATAGTGGTAATATCAATATCGTTTTTTATCTTATAATAATCTGGGAAGTTGTTTAAATTTAGGTAAGGTGTAATATAATATGTTGTCATCATTATTTAATTTACTCTTTGTTATACCTTTTGGTAGAGTACATGTTACTATATAAGTATTATTCTTCTTATCATGATATTCTATATCAATGTTCGTGCATCCTAATATTCTAATCTTATCGATATCTCGAACCTCAAATGCTACGTTAACTCCACATAAATCCGTGTTACTAATTATAGGTATTGTATCCATATTTATTATATAATGTAATATAAATAAATATCATTTATTTATATTGATATATAACGCATCCATAATTATCTTTATAGATAATTATATAGGGAGTATTATAAACTATAAATTATAATCTATAATCTATAATCTGTAAAGTATAATTTATAATCTATAAAGTATAATCCATAATCTATAATCTATAAAGTATAATCCATAATCTATAAAGTATAATCTATAAAGACAATTATATAATCTATAATTATATAATCTATAATTATATAATCTATAAAGTATAATCTATAAAGACAATTATATAATCTATAATTATATAATCTATAATTATATAATCTATAAAGACAATTATATAATCTATAATCTATAATCTATAATTATATAATCTATAAAGACAATTATATAATCTATAATCTATAATCTATAAAGTATAATCCATAATCTATAATCTATAATTATATAATCTATAATTATATAATCTATAATCCATAATCTATAATTATATAATCTATAATTATATAATCTATAATCCATAATCCATAATCTATAAAGTATAAAGTATAATCTATAATCTATAAAGACAATTATATAATCTATAATCCATAATCTATAAAGTATAATCTATAATCTACAATCACAATTATATAATCTATAAAGACAATTATATAATCTATAATTTATAATCTATAATCTATAAATTAATTAATAGATTATAATGTACAATAGAGATAATTAATATATTTGGACTTGCGGACACCAATATGTGGTCCTGCCATCCTTAAATTTTCCAACTTCTATCTTTAATCCATTATCATCCTTATCCCTATCATAACATCTTTTCTTATAATATCCCTTACCACCATCAGGACTTATATAACTCTCAATCGTCAATCCTTGACTTTCATAACTCTCCTTTATAATTGTCCTCGTGTTATCAAATATTAACCCTAACATACTATCATTTATTTCCGTAACTTTTCTTCCAGGATATAATTTACAAGAATACAATATATCAGCCTTTAAATAATTACCAATACCTGAAGCTATATCTTGTTCCAACAAAGCCTTCGCAATAGTAAAACTTGGTTTACTCATCGTTTTAATTCTCTTAATCCATTCTTCTTTATTAATACTCATAATATCTGGTCCTACATCCCCTAATATCTTTTGATAATCTTCTGGAGATGATATCGTTTGCACTGACCCTATCTTTCTAGAGTTATGATAGTATATTTTGTCCAATATAAGAAATCCATCCACTAATCTGCCTAATGTCCATTCAATATGACAATGATCCCCACCATTATACATCACTCTTCCAGTCATACCTAAAGAAATTACTATAATACAAGAAATATTAGGATCGGTAACATTTCCATGTTCATCAGCCTTCTGAATATTAACCAATATTTTCTTTCCAATAGTTGTCACAGAATGTATCTTTCCTGGATAACAAACCTTCTCCAATCCAGTAGTTAAATGTTTGGAAGAATAATATGATGGATATACTGTCGATTGCAAAATATATTGTCCTCTGATTCTCTTATCCAATTGTTCACCAACAATTCTTACTTCAGGCCACTCAGGCATTTTCTTTCTTTCTTCTTTTAACTACAAAAATTATAATTTAAATCAATTTTATCCCCTTTAATCTTCTATTTTTATCATATTTTAACCTCATTTTATTCATCACAAGTTCTTGCTAACTGTTGCATTCGGTGGGAATATTATATTGGAGTTAATCAGGTCTATCTTTGTATGAATATATAGTATACTTTTATTATCTTGTTTATGTGATATATGTCTTACTTCTATATTTCTTGTTTTTAGTAAAAATGTAATATCATTGACATCGGTAGTTCTACAATTTATAACATATTCCTCTTCTTTTGTAAATAAATTCATAAATGAATTATATAAATAACTTAACATTTTATTACAGCTTTATTATTTAATTATCCAAAAATAATATTAATTTATTATTTAAATAAAATGATTTTATAATTAATGTTATTCTACTAACGATAACTTCAATAATATGAATTCTCTACCTAAGGATATAACTAATGAAATTGGTAAATACTTACATGTCAATGATATGATTACATTATATAAAATTAATCCAGATGACAATATATTAAAAAATTATAATTATTGGAAAAATTGTATTAATGATGGACTATGGTTTAGCAATGGAATATTCAATATTGAAATACCAAGAAATATTGACACTATGACATACTTAAAGGGTTTAATGAATACAACGTCGGATAAATACACATGGTATAGCACATATGAAATTTCTCTTAACTATAAAGACTATATCCCAAAACCAAATTATATATTTAATTTATTGCGTAGTTTATATGTTACTCCCAGAAATGTTATTTCCAATATATCTACAGATAATATGTATTATAAAATAGAAGGACGAACTCTTAAATTATATCATAAACTTTCATCTACAAATTATTATACTGTAGGACAAACATGTAAATACTTGGACATCCTAATGAAAGAAAGGATAGAAAATATGGAAAATATTGACTATGGAGTATATGATTCCATTGAACGTTTACAGTATAAATTATCAAATAAGAAGAAAGAATTATTATCCATATCAGAGGATAATAGAGATGAAATAATGGAATCTATAGATATATTGGAAGAAAGAATACAAATAGAAAAGGATAAACTTAATATGAACGAAGACGACAAAAGAACATATGAGTTACAATATTATGGGGATAATATTAATATGACTTTAATACATGCTAAATGGATATTAAGTAAGGATAATTCTATAGTTTCCTCGTTTAATAGTATCAGAGATCAAATTATATCTACAGAAATAAATGATAATATTATTTGGTATACTATGAAGAATAATATCCGAGTATATACTTTTATGGATTAATAGTCTGTTTATATATTATATAATATATAATATATAATATTATGAATTTAATTATTTTCTTCTGTAAAATAATATAATCACATTCTCTAACATGTCCCCTATTATTACTATATAAAATACTTCTAAATACAAATTTAGGGGTTTATAATCAATCACATCAAATTTCTTCTATCTTTATATTGATATATAGCATTTAAATACAGTTCTCTATCTCCATCATCTGGAACATCTAATCCAAATAGGATAGCGGCAGCTCGTAATTCTTCTAATGTTAAATTTTCATATATATAATGATCCCCACATTGGACATTCTTAGTGGTTCTAGTTGATGCTTTACAAACGGCATATGGATCATAGCATTTGTTTCCATTGTTCCAATCTTTACTTCTTAAGCATTCTGGACTTTGTTTAGATGCTACTTGTATAACACAACTACAATATTTTCCATCGCCTACTGATAATGAACTTCTATCTACTCTATCTTTAAAATCTTTTCTAGGTCTACCCCTTGGTCTTGATGTTGATTGAATATTTAATTTATTCATGGAATCTAATAAAGGATCAACCATAAACGATATACTAAATTCCAACCTATTACCAGTATTTTCATATAATCTTGATGGAAAGGCAACCTCATCATAATTTAATATTCTATTTTGTTTCGATAATTCTATAATATATTTATGTTCTGATGATGGGCTAGGTGGTATATATGGGTATATAATATTATCTGCAGTTATATTAGCATTGGATATATTTATTGCTAAAAAATGAGTATATGGTGCATTAGCATCAAAGATAATAAGGGTATACAACTCTCCTGGATTTGAATTCCAATCTAAGAATAATGGTTGTTGTGCTTCTTGTAGGGTGAAAATTTTCCCATCGTTAATTGGTGTATCACCAAACAAGGCCAACAAATATTGTGACATTTATTATTTATAAGATTTATTTTGTGTGAAAATGAAATTTATTAAATTATAATTGTAATTGGAAACAGAATGGATAGGAAAGTTATAGATTGGAAAGAAATTAAAAGAAACACTTTTGACAAACTATTAGATAATGGATATAATTATGATAATGAGATATTAAAAGAATATGGATATTATGCGTGGACTTCCGATAACAAAAATAAAGGTGTCTATATTTATGAAGCTAGACCTGTCACAATTCCAGAAAGAAATTTTCATAACATCTCTGAGAGATGTCCAACGACCATGATACCAGTAAAAATGATATATAGGACAACACTTAAGGATGTAATGAAAATATCATACGGCTTTACCATTCCTATATTAGTTAGAATAGTTGATAATTTAAAAGAGCCTACATCATCTAACCGACAAGAATTATTAGATTGGTTTGACTATCAATATTCTCTCGTTGTTGATGGCTTTTATGCTTAATATTTCTATAATATAAATTTATATTTATATCATAATTGTTATGCAGGTTATTCCGATCTAATCCTCTAAATAACACATCATATTCATATGTTGCATCTTGTCCAACCATCATCCTACTTAATGTATCCATATTATTATCCCCATGTAATAACATTAAAACTTTCACTAATTTATGATATTTTACATCACATACATCCAGAATCTCCTTTAATTTAGAATAATATTTCTCGTTATCCTTTCTACTTTCTAATGCATCCCTTAAAAATTCTTGTAAATTATCCATGTTAATACCTTTCTATTAAAATTAATATTTTATTATTAAATCAATTTTATATAAAATTACAAAATGAATCTTTTATTATATTACCTTCTGTATCCCATTTTTTCTTAGAATATAATTTATCATTTTTATACATTAATATTGATTGTAGAGAACCGTTATCATAATAATATTTAATGGTAACAGTGTTTTTGTTATTATCTGGAATATATTGATACATTAAATTTCCATTCTCATACCAATTAGTAACACATCCATTTTGTATATCCCCAATACACATAAGTTCTTCCTTTTTAATACCATTTTCATGCCATTTAGTGCACATACCATATAAAATACCATTAATAATGTGAGATTCTGACTGAATATTTCCATTGGGATAATATGTGCGAACCTTTCCAGTTGCTTTCCCATTCCTATATTTGTCTATAACCTTTACCACATTTCCATTATCATCATATTCTTTATAGATACCTTCAAGAAGTCCTGTGTTTCTATGGAGATAATATGATATCTTCTCAGTCTTTATCTCTTCCAAAAAATATGAAACATTTGTACATAATTTATTAAATCTTTTATTTATTAAAGTACATACCTTATAAACATGGAAATCTGAAAATATTATATGAAATTTTAATGTATCATCAGAAAGATCTTCTATATTCATGCGTACAATTTTTCTCGGCTAATATACAAATTTATATTTCAATTAACATAAACAATAATATTTATAATTTATACTACTTAATTTTTTTACGTATTAATATGAATTTTTTAAACGCTATTATATATTTTTCTCTGCATTTGTAAAATTATAATACTAAAAACTATAAAAATTTATAATATTTTATTATAATAGGAAAGAATGAAGATGTATATTTATAAATGGAAAAGAAGAGAGAAAATATAAAATATATTGTAGTATAATAATGAAACTCTTAAAAAAATATCTTTAGGGATATAAAGAAAATGATGAAGTGGTTATTCGTAGCTTTATCGTTATTGTTGATAACAGGGGCCAATAGTAATTTATTAAATCTACTACGATCATACGATCATGATTATTATCACTCTTGCGATTATCTCGTAATTGGATCTGGAGGTGGCTCCGTAACTGCTGGTAAGCTAGCCGAAGGTCTAAGAAACAAAAAGATTTGTCTAGTGGAACGAGGGTCAGATTACCTAGAAAGTCCCCTTCGCTCTAAAGTTGAATTAGTGGATAATCTTGTAGAATTAAGCAGAGAGAGATACTTTGCCGAAGGAATCAAGTCTGTTTTACAACCAACCTTAATAAATAGTACGACTTATGGACCTAGAGAATTTGAGGATGTTGTTGGTAATGGTACTGGAGGTGGTGGATCCGTTAATTCTATGGGATATAGACGTCCTCAACGTTGGGTTTTCGATGAGATTAATAAACCTGGGTGGAGCTATTCTGAAGTATTACCCTCCCTCCTAGAAATAGAAAGTCGTGTACCTATTATGCAAATGACTCAAAACTATAGTAACATTCAAGAATTAATGGCCTTAGCATTTAGCAAGTCTGGTTATCCATATCAACCTGCTCCGTTAGATAACATTGTGGGACACTGGCAAAGCTATTGGACTTCTAAGTTCTTACCCAATGGTACTCTAGTGAGAACCTCTGCATATATCAGTTATGTTACCCCCAATGTAATAAACGCTCCTCGAGGTAATACACTGGTCGTCTTCCCTGAAATTAAGATTCATAGATTAATCGTATTACCTGGTCTATTGAAGCATAATGTTATTGGTGCCATTGGTAAGGATCAATCTAGTGGAAAGTTAGTTATCTTTGGTGTCTCTAAGCGTGTAATAGTTGCCGCTGGTGTTTACAGAACTCCTCAATTACTTATGTTATCTGGTATTGGTCCTAGACAAGCCTTGCTGTCCAATGGTATCTATCCATTAAAGGATTTACCTGTGGGACAAAATTTCTGGTATCACACTAATTTACAAACCATTCATTTACCTAACCCTCAATTCATTGAAGGTTTTGATCAAACTACCAACAGAAAGAATAATATGTTTGGATCTGGTCCAATAGGTAAAGCCAAGGATGAATGGATTATTGGGTTATCTACTATCTTTATCAGAGAGTTCTTCCCTAATTCACCAATTGGTTTCTCGGAGATTATTACAACCAATGTTAGTAGCAGAGGTGTCATAACTATTAACTCCACCAATGCTAATGATAATCCTGTGATTGATCATAGAGTGTTCACACATCCAGCTGACATTGATGCCGTTAAGAGAACATTTAGAGAGTTCAGAAGAGTTATGTCTCAACAGGAAGGTCAAACTGCATATGTTATGGAATTAGCTCCTGGTGCCGCTGTTCCAACCGATGATGATTTCCTTGTTGAAATGTATATTCGATCTGCTGCTGGTATTGCACATATTGGAGGTGGTTGTCATATTGGATCTGTTGTTGACCCTAAATTGAAGGTTTTAGGAACTAAGAACTTACATATTTGTGATATGAGTGTGTATCCTTCTCCTGTTGGTGTTAATGCTTATAGTACTGCTATGTTAGCTGGACATCAATGTGCCAAATTTATCCTTGAAGAGGATGCATAAATAGATTAAACCCATACATTATAGATCATATGATCTATAATTGAGTGTTATGATATGCATTATATAATAGTTTATAGATTATAGTTTATAGATTATACATTATATTATAGATTATACATTATACATTATATTATAGATTATGGATTATATTATAGATTATGGATTATATAATAGTTTATAGATTATACATTATATTATAGATTATGGATTATATAATAGTTTATAGATTATACATTATATTATAGATTATGGATTATATAATAGTTTATAGATTATACATTATATTATAGATTATAGATTATACATTATACATTATATAATAGATTATAGATTATATAATAGATTATAGATTATACATTATACATTATATAATAGATTATAGATTATATAATAGTTTATAGATTATACATTATATAATAGATTATAGATTATACATTATACATTATATAATAGTTTATACATTATACATTATATAATAGATTATAGATTATACATTATACATTATACATTATACATTATATAATAGTTTATAGATTATACATTATATTATAGATTATATAATAGATTATAGATTATAGATTATACATTATATAATACTTTATAGATTATAATAACTTGTAGCTTATAGATTATAAATTATATAATCTGTAACTTCATATAAACCCTTAATCATAATATAGAAGATGAAAATGGCATTAAAGTTATAAGGATAAATTATACTAATTTAATTTTGATGTATACTATCCCATGAGAAAAAAATGTAAGAAATTTATTTAAAATGATTATTTTAAATAGCAAAGGATCCATATATAAAAGTATCTCGTTTTATTAAATTATATAAATGTATAATATATAGTTTATAAAAAATTTTGTTATATATAATTATAAAATTATAATTGCTTAAGAGGAGATACTTTTATATATAGATCCTTTGTTATTTAAAATAATCATTTTAAATAAAGTTCTTGCATTTTTTCTCATGTGTTGGTACACATTGCTAACAAATTGATATGTTTTATTCTTATAACTTTAATACCATTTTTATCATATACATTATAAATATAAAAATTTGAAAAGGTGATCTTGGAATTATAATTTATTATATAATCTATAAGACAATTATATAATGTATAAGTCTTCTCCTCGTCTACGGTTGAATTGTTATATATGATAAGATTAGGGACAATTATATAAATTATATAATATTATTTATCATAGATTGGTTTGTATTCTCGTTTTGATTCAAATTTTCTAATTAATAGTTCATATTCTAATTCAGCATCCTCCTTTAAAAATTGTAATTGTAATTTATTTTCATGTTCACCACTATGATATACAATTAATAACGATAATAATTTTAGATATTCCCGTTCCACAGTTCCTAATAGATATTTTAATCTTTCTTCAAATTTTGGACCATTAGGATCACTTTTATATGCTTTCTTTAAATATTTGTGAAGTGTCTCCTTGTTTTGGCATTTTGTTTTAAAATAATTATTTACATCAAGTTTCTTCCCATTATAGATAGAAATTTTTGAGGTTTTATTATTTTCTATCTCAATCCTATCCATGTCTCTGATTAATCTTTCTACATTATTCATCTCCTCTCTACTAATATTTAATGATAGTGCGTCCATTATTCTTCCACTTTATTTTATAATATCTTATATTTTATTATTAATCATTTTAATCCAAGATGATTAATAATAAAATAAGATGTTGTTACATATATAAAGATCTTTATAATTGTAATTGATGATATTAATTATAAATAAAGAACAATACTTTGCTTTGGGGTATTAATTAATATATTTATCTAATATTAATTAAATTGATATTTAATTAAATTGATATTTAATTAATTAATTTATTGTACAAAATACAACACACACACAACCATGGCGCTTATTCACGTCGAATTTTATGGATATAAAGTCGAATACTATATCAACAATATTTCAGGGATGAAGGATGGAAAGTATAAAAGTTGGTACGCCAAAACCTCCAATGAAGATGAAGAAAAAATAAATAAACATATTGAATGCGAATATAAAGATGACAAACTACATGGATTATATAAAATGTGGAAATCAGATGGTACATTATATATTAAATGTAACTATGTTAATGGGGTATTAGAAGGACGTTATACAAACTATCATAGCAATGGACATCCATGGAGTCAATGTGATTATGTCAATGGAAAGAAAGAGGGTGTATATGAAGAATGGTATGAGAATGGAAACAATGCAAAGGAATGCAATTATGTCAATGGCCAGTTACATGGAAAATATGAAAGTTACCATAAAAATGGTAATAGATATATCCATTGCTTTTATACAAATGGTAAAGAAGATGGTAACTATTATAAATGGTACGATAATGAACAACTGGAATTAGTATGTACTTATACCAATGGTATTCTAAATGGGGTATGTAAAGAATGGTATGATCATGGTGGTTTATGTAAAGAAACTGATTACTCATTACCCATCTGCTAACATATTATAGTTCCTCATTCATTTTTAATTATGTAGTACAATAATTAATTAAATTGATTAATTATTAAAAAGTTTTGTGTATATGTAATCAAATTATGGATAATTTACATATTATAGAGAATGAGAATAATCTTGTTAAGGAAAGATATACTATTGATCCTATAACTGGATTAAAAGAAGGTAAATATGAATCTTGGTATTTAAATGGAAATAAAAATATTAAATGTTGGTATAAGCAAGGATTATTACATGATAAATATAAATCTTGGTATTATGATGGACAACCAATAACCGTGTGTAATTATTTAAATGGAGAATTATATGGTAAGGATGAATGTTGGGGTCCCGATGGTAGCAAACTTAGTGAATCATTTTGTGTAGGTAGTAAATTAAAATGCATTATGTATATTAAAGGATTTAAACAATCAGAATATAATTATATAAATGGAAAAATGAATGGGGTGTGTAAGCATTGGCATAAAAATGGCAAATTACAATCATTATGTAATTACAACGACGACATCCTAAATGGAATATATCAAAGATGGGATATTAATGGGGTTAAAGTTGAGGAAAGTTTTTATAAAAATGGTACTCGTATTGATATCCCTAATACAAACAAAAAATTTGAGTAAATTATAAATATTTATAATTAATATTATAAATATAATTAATATAAGTTTATAACTGGATGGCTCCCATATCTTTCAATTCATTAAATGACGATTGCTTAAATTTTACATTTAAATTCTTTAGTTCATCATGACCCAACATCCTTTCTCTTAAGGTATCTAATTTATTCTTTTTCTTACCATCATCCCAATTCTTTTGCATGCTAATATATAAATATAACTCTTCATTTAATACAAAATTATCAGACATATCATCGACTGGTGTAAATAGCCAATAATAACTATTACTTCCTAATGCACAAAGTCTACTATGTAATGCTTCTGCTTGTAATTTTGTATTAACACCCTTAACTACCATATACCAATCTGTCTCCATTTCTATTCTATTATCCTATTTCCTTGATTTTTTTTCTTTTGCTTTCAGTTTTTCTTATATTAATTTATATAATAAAGTTAATAATTATAACTTATAGTCTCTTTATATTTATTGATATTTAATTAATAAATAATATACTATAATCAATGATAATAAATATATCTTTAAAACTAAGATTATAAAAAAATGACCACAAAAATAAATTCTTTTCTTTATTATAGAGAAAATGTTTACATATAAGAAGACAGAGGCTCCATTTAGAGCAGTTAAATACACTATCAATGTGAGTGACAATGAAGATATGGCAGATGAACTCCTAGTAAAGCTATCTGAAGAGAATAATAATCTGAAAAATGCGGCATGTTGGTTACATATATCAGAAGAGGCAATGGAGACATCGTGGCTTGAACTAAAGGAAAGTGATATGAAATCCACAAATTGGTTTAAAATTGTTAAACAGTTAGGATACAAATTTCATAGAAATGTTGGTGGTGAATATGTCTATTATAGATGGATTCAAGATGAAAATAATCCAGTGGAAGATTCGGTTCCTAGTTTTGCTACATCAATTGAAGGTGTATCAGTATTCGTCTTTTCTCCTTGCAAGACAAAACTTTTATTAGTACATGAATATGGAAAATATAAGGCTATCACTGGAGCTTTAAAATATGGAGAAAATGAAACAGATGCAGTAATTAGAGAAGTTAAAGAAGAAAGTGGATTGGATGTTGACGAAGAAAGTATGAAATGGATTGGATGTTGGAGGGCATCTAAGGCTAGATTCGGTATGATTAATGATAACCATCATGCATTTTTGGCATCTTGTAAAGATATGTCTAGTTTAAAGGCGGATGGTTTTGAGATTAAAGAGACAAATAATTTTAAATGGTTTCCTATTTCCGACGTTTTATATTGGGTTCTCAAACATAAAGATGATGTTCTACTAAATGATAAACCTGCATTTGCACAATCATTTGTTGTTAACGAATCTCAAAATGTATCATATGCATGTATCTTTTTCCTAGAGAATACTTTACAAGGAAATATGCATAGAGGAGGAACTACCAGAAGTTATGGTAATACAACTTTCTATCTATGTTAGATAACGATATTGGCGCATAATTGATTTTTTAATAGTAAGAAATCAGTAATAATGAGTATACTATAGAGAGATTAAGGTGTAATTAAGGATGGAACAATTAGTGGAGAGTTTTGTAAGAAGTTTTGTTCCTAATGGTTCATGTGTTATTTGGAATAATATGTCCCATGAATACATTTGCTCATCTAGGCAAGAAGTAGCATATAAAGCTATATTATATCTATTAAAATGTGGTAGATGGACCTTAGGTGATCATTGTGATGTAACTCCTTCTCTTAATGATAGAAGAAGGGAAATTTATACTTCTATTTTCTAAATATATAATTATATAATCTTTTATGTTATAACATAAAAGAATACTATGTTGTTATAAAAATGTTAAATATTGATATTGTATATTATATGAATAAATTTTTATATGCAAAGGATTACATTTCTTATTTTTTAACATGCAAAAATTTATACAGTTATAATAGAGAACAAGTTTTTACCAGCTATTGTAAAGATAATTATTTATTATATGATATAGATAATAGATATGCATCTACTTGGAAAGATTGCGCTATATATTATGATAGTAATCATAGAAAATATGAATATAAATTTGTTGATCTTGATAAAACTTTGTATATTAATATGTTACCTACATCAGATATATATGAAATGATAACGCATATCTATAAAAAATATTTTAATAATGTCCCAGATAATATTGCTTTGTATTTACAATATCGTGATGATAATAATGTTAAAATTCAAAAAATAATAACTATACGCAACGATAATGGAGAATATTCAAGACATATTTTAAATTTAGGAAAATTAGAAAAAACTAATGAAATATTAATAATGACAGGGGATGCCATAGTACATAACATAAATTATATTATAAATTCTTTTGAAATGTATATTTCCATGGATAAAAATTATAAGAAAATGGCGAAAATACTACTTAATAATACAATAAATAATATGATTGCAGATAAATCTTTAAATGAAGATAAAGATTTTCAAGGGATAAGTGATAATCTAAAGAATAATAAAATTACAAATGATAATGAAATCATACAACATGCTACATATATGAAAAAATTTATATCATCAAACGTTCAAGAGCTATAAAATGATATTATATTATCTTATATTTGTATATTATACAAATATAATAAGATATGGAACTAGACTATTTATTTAACAATGAATTATTTTCTGATATAATAATAGAAGGGAATGATAATACATGGTATGCACATAAGGTTATATTGTCACATCACAGTGAAATGCTGAAAAAGAGATTCACCTTAGGAACAACAGATAAAGAAGAAAAAACAATACGAGTAACTTGGTCATATGATGCGATTGATTTGTCCATTAGATTTATGTATGGGAGACATTTTGACTCTATGTTAAAGGATGTATATAAGACAATGGATGATGAAACTGGTGCTCATTTATTATTAGAATTATATAAAATATCGGACTATTGGTGTATTCCAAAATTATCAGAATATATTTGTAATTATATATATGAAAATTTGGATGAGAATAATATAAATATATTTTTATCTGTGGAAAGTATCTATGTTAATATACAGAAAAAATTAATAGATTATTTAAGTAAAAAATTTATGTCTGATATCATTACAGAAGATCATATGAAGAATATAAGTAAAAATTTAATGAATAAAATGGTAAGGAATATAATCTATAAATCAGAATATGAGTATTATGTAAAGTTGAAAAGATGGTGTAAGCTAATTGGTATGGATGAAGAACAGAAGATGACATTTTTGGCAACTTATATCAACTTTAGAAAATTTACAGTAGATCAACTATTATCTATTAATGCCAAAGATTACATGGATCTCAAAGACTCCCTTTCCGGTAAAGATAAAAATTGTATATACCATGGAAAAGGACTAGCTGGTACAATACCAGGATTTCATCATAGATTATGTGGAAAAAGGAATGAATATGGTAATAGTTGTTTAAATATCATTAATGAAAATGAATTATATTGTCCAAATTGTTCTTAAAATGTATTTCATGATATTTAAAATGGAAACTTTACATATAGACTTGGGAGATGATAAATATTTTATGTATGATGGTGATAATTTTTATATTGGAAGTAATGATTTTGAACTATGTTTAGATTCAGAAATTATATCCTATTCCTTGGAGGATAGAATATTAAAATTTAGATCTCACAAATTATATAAAAATGAAGATGGTATTCGTTGCTATCCTATAGATAGTTTATATGGAGAGATGACAGTATATGCTTCATTTGATAAGCTATTTGAAGAATTTACTAAATATATGAATAGGCAGATAGGAGAAATATTACAAGATATAAAATATAAACATGTAATATCATATAATATGATATATAATAATTGTAGACAATTTTTACATATGTTGAAAAAATTATTGAAGCGTAATGGATATACGAGAGAAATGGTGGATCATGGTTGCTATTATAGTAAAAAGGAGGATGGAGATTTTATTCCATCTTCTCCTTAATTTAATATTTTATATATAAGAATGCATTTATATTCTTATATAATCTGTAGTTACTTCGTTCTGCAATAGAGATAATTATATAACTATAAGATAATTATATAAGCTATAAAGATAATTATATAATCTATAAAGACAATTATATAATCTATAATATATATATTATTATAATCTATAAAGATAATTATATAATCTATAAAGATAATTATATAATCTATAAAGATAATTATATAATCCATAAAGATAATTATAATTTATTCTCACTTCGTTATCTCGATTACGCTATCTCACTTCGTTCTGCAAGAACAAAGAGTAAGAACCAAGAGAAAGAACTAAGAGGAAGAACAAAGAGTAAAAGACATAATTATATAATCTATAAGTTATTATAATTTATAATATATGTGTAAAATGATATAAGATGAAAATATAAAATAAATATAGTATTAACATTATAGTATAATTTATATATAATATAACTACTATGAGGTGGTATACATGAAATCTTTATGAAAGTAGTTATTTAATATATGCATTATTATGCATTGATAGTAAGATTAAAATATAACGTATATAGTTAGTAATATTGTAAAAGATTTCATGTATACCACCTCATAGTAGTTATATTATATATAAATTATGCTATAATGTTAATACTATATTTGATTCATATTTTCATCTTATATCATTTTACAAAGTTATAAAACTATGTAAATTATAATTATAAAGATAAAATATGATGTTTACTTATATAAGCGCATTTTTACTTCATCAAGTATCTTATTTCTTTATATATAGTACATTCCTGATTGCTGATTATATACCATTCTTACACAAATATAAAATACAAAAAGATATAGTTAATGATATATCTTACACTTCAAAAGCATATAAGAAAGTTATTATATCACATTTTACGATGGAATTACCCATGATGTTAATATTCTACAAACTAACAGAAATACTAAATTTCTCTTATAACGTGCCCAACCCATATCATGTTATATATGTATGTATAATATCTCTCTTTATAGAAGATTTCTATTTTTATCTAGTTCATAGATTATTACATCATCATATGTTATACAAACATATTCATAAAATACATCATGAATACACTGCCCCATTTGGATTTGCTGCTGAATATGCTCATCCATTGGAAACTATTATGCTAGGATTTGGTACAGTTATTGGTCCCCTTTTATTAACTACAAACTATTATACTGTATTGTGTTGGTTGGTACTTAGAATATATCAAACAGTGGAAGCTCATTCTGGATATGATTTTCGTATTTATTATATATGAATATATATAATAAAATATGAGCATATCTAATTTTGTAACTATATGGGGAGGAGCTAAATTTCATGATTATCATCATAAAACTTCTAAATATAATTATGCATCAACGTTTACTATATGGGATAAAGTATTTGGAACCTACAACATATGTTAATTGATATTTTATTATAAAATTTATTTATAATAAATGGAGGGAACTATTAAATTATTAGGTAATAGATATTATATAAATAATGTGGAAGTAAGTAAGAATAAACTTTATGAGAATTATTTCCCAGGGGATATCGTTAAATATAATCTCCTCGATGGAAAATGTAAAATATTATCATTGATATGTAGACCAACAACCACCATAACATTATCCATCTTGGATCATAAAAGTGGTAGAATTATGTTTCCACTAATTTCTCCATTTTCTACTATAGAAAATTATTGTAATATTAATATTGGAATATATTATGTCTCCAAGATACAAACTAATGGAGTATCTATTATTAGTAGTGGTTCCATTGAAGATTGTTTACGAACTATTTATGAATATAATACTTCTTCTATTATTCCAAATTATGTCATTGGAAAGAAATATATAGATGACGATATAAAAGATTTAAGACATTTAGATACATTTAACATCGATCCAGTAAATTCCAAGGACTATGATGATTCGATAAGTGTTTGTGATAGTAAAATATATGTTCATATAGTTGATATTCATCAATTATCTAAAATAGATACGGAGGAAGATATTAATGCCTTAAAAAATTCCTATACTTTATATTTAGATGATAAAAATCTAAATAATTATCCTAACCAAAAATCAGAAGATGAGTATAGTTTGATAGTTGGACAAGATAGAAAGTGTATTACAATTGAGATTGAGGTTGATGATAAACTAGAGGTAAAATGTTGGAACGTATACAAAAGTATAATATGTGTAAAGAATAGATATAACTACGAAGATTATCCAAATAAATATGAACTATTGGAGAGTTTTTGTACTAAATGGAAGATACATAAGTTATGTCTTCCAAATGTTGTATTTAATAAAGGTGATGTATCGTTGGACTATAATAATAGTATATCTCATATCATAATAGAAACATTGATGATATTATATAATAAATTAATATCGAAATTTATTCAAGACTGTCCACAAAGACATCATCCTTCCAGTATAAATATTGACAAGAAAATTGGTGATAATGTAATGGATGATTTCTTAAATTTAAAGAAATATAGAAATGCAATATATTCATCATCAATAAAAGGACATTTTGGATTACAAGAATATGAAGGATATACACATTTTACCAGTCCGATACGAAGATATTTTGATGTTATAATTCATAGGATGTTACATGGAGTATACTACAAAAATATTGATGAAGTTATAGAATATCTAAATAATAGAGAATCTTTAACGAATAAGATTTATCGATATTATGATAAGCATAGAAAGGTAAAATATTTGGAAAGTATGAAAGGAAAAACTTTATCTGCAAATATAATATCTATTAGTAAATATGGAATTGGATATTTGATCCCTTCTATAATATATGATGATTATGTGAATACGAATAATGTTTATGGTAAGAATTGGGAAAATATATTTAATTATAATAATATTAATGTTGGAGATGAATTAGAAGTAAAAATATTGGATGTTGACGTGACATCTTATAAAGTATTTGTTAAAATAAGAATATTATAAAATATTATTTACTTATATATTTATGATTAAAATATATAATTTAATATTAGATTAATTGTTTCTTATATGGAATTCTATGATGGTAAAGCCAACAATTTAATATTTCTTGTCTTAGATAGAACTTATCATCTAAACCTTTAATAGCCATATCATTTCTATATTCATCATCATCATCCCAAACTCCACGATCTAACTTTTTATCTTCGGAATATTTAGGATTTAATTCTGTTATACATATTTTATCATTATTAAATCTTACTACATTAATATTATCTATGGCTCTTACTTTAATGGTATTAGGTATATGTATTTCTTTATAAGTATAGAATGGAAATTCCAATTTGTATAAAATGGACATTAAAATAGGATATCTATCTAATGGTGTATTTGATGCTAATATTAATATTTCTTCATATTCCATTTGTTTTACTAGGTTCACCATCCTTTGTATTATATTATATTGAGGAAAATCCATACATATTTATATGATTAAAATTTTTTGTGTAAAGATATTGTTGTAGTTTTATATAATTATACAATTATATAATTATTTATTAATATATTATATTATATTTTGTTACATTATAAATTTTATAATGTCATCTATTATATATTTACATAATAATGATATCGTAACTTAGTATTATATGTTATATAAATTATATCCAATTTATTTAATTCTACAATATTAAGATTAATATTATTTATATTATAATATCTTACATTTATTTCTTTAATGTGTTGTTTGATTTTAATAATGTCATCTATTATATATTTATATAATAATGATATCATATATTAGTATTATAATGTTATATAAATTATGTCTAAGTTATTTAATCTACTATATAAATAAAATTTATGTTTATTTCTTTAATGTAATATCTTATCTTCTTATAAAATTAAAATTTTATAATGTCGGTAATTATCTTTCTATAAGATAATGATATCATAACTTAATATTATAATATTATATAAATTATGTCTTAGATGAAAACTCGATTGTCCCACCTAAGTTATTTAATTCTACTATAGTAATATTAATAATAAATGTAACATGATATTAATAAAATTTATGTTTATTTCTTTAATGCAATATCTTATCTCCTTATAAAATTAAAATTTTATAATGCCGTTAATTATCTTTCTATAAGATAATGATATCATAACTTAGTATTATAATGTTATATAAATTATGTCTTGGATGAAAACATGATTGTTTTATCTAAGTTATTTAATTTTATACCATTAAGATTAATATTATATTTATTATAATACTTGCATCATATTATATTTATTTCTTTAACGTATTATCTAATTACATCATAATATTTTAATTTTATAATGTCGTGTGTTGTATATTTACATTTAAATATTATGTTATTTTAATATTATAAAAAATATAAAGTTACTACATATATAAAACTTCGTCAAATTGTTCAAATGAAATAGTATAAATCAATATATTTGGTATTAAAGTTATGGTATTGTAAACATATATTAATAAATAAAAATAAAAAAAAATTGCTTAAAGAATTATTTTCCATAATAAGGGAGGAAATTATATTCTTATTCCAATTATAATTTTAATCAGCTAATTAAATTACCATATTGTAGTATCATATATTGCATCATATATTATTTAAGAAATAAGTATAATATCTTCGTACTAAATTAAAAAGATTATAACTTAGTCCTCATCTCGCTTGCGCTATCTCCATTCGTTCTCTTGCTTGCGCTATCGCCATTCGCCCTCTTGCTTGCGCTATCCCACTTCGTTGTCTCGCTTTCTTTATCTCACTTCGCTATCTCACTTCGTTATCTCGCTTTCGCTATCTCACTTCGTTATCTCGCTTTCGCTATCTCACTTCGTTATCTCGCTTTCGCTATCTCACTTCGTTATCTCGCTTTCGCTATCTCACTTCGTTATCTCGCTTTCGCTATCTCACTTCGTTATCTCGCTTTCGCTATCTCACTTCGTTATGCAAGAACAAAGAAAAAGAACAAAGAGAAAGAATCAAGAGGAAGGACAAAGAGGAAGAACCAAAAGAAAGAACCAAGTTAAATTTTTTTAACTTCGACCTCCTCAAAAATTTTTTTAACTTCGACCTCCTCAAAAATTTTTTTAACTTCGACCTCCTCAAAAATTTTTTTCCAACTTCGACCTCTTCAAAAATATTTTTCCAACTTCATCATCCTCAAAATTTTTTTCAACTTCGACCTCCTCAAAAATATTTTTCCAACTTCGACCTCTTCAAAAATTTTTTCCAACTTCGACATCCTCAAAAAATTTTTTACAACTTCATCATCCTCAAAATTTTTTTCAACTTCGGCCTCTTCAAAAAATTTTTTATAAGTTCGACCTCTTCAAAATTAAATTTTTATAATTTCATAATTATTAATCTATTATTAATAATTATATACTATTACTATTACTATTATTATTATAATATGTTATTTATTATATATACTATTATATTATATACTATTATATTGTATATACTATTATATTATATCTTATAATAATATATAATAATAATAATAATAATAGTAATAGTAATAGTATATATAATATACCACATAATTACAATTTTATAGTTTATCGTATGATATGAGAAGTAAAAGAATGAAAATATGATACTGATATAATAATATAAAATATATATAAATATTAATCTATGAGATGGTATACATCAATAAATACGTTTATTAAATTTATTTAAAAAAGATATTTATATACATTTTATATTATTATATCAGTATAATATTTTCATTTTTTTACTCCTCATATCATACGATAAACTATGAAGTTATAGAATTATAAAATTATAAGAGATTATAAAGTTATAGAAGATTATAAAGTTATAGAATTATAAAATTATAAGAGATTATAAAGTTATAGAAGATTATAAAGTTATAGAATTATAAAATTATAAGAGATTATAAAGTTATAGAAGATTATAAAGTTATAGAAGATTATAAAGTTATAGAATTATAAAATTATAAAGTTATAGAAGATTATAAAGTTATAGAATTATAAAATTATAAGAGATTATAAAGTTATAGAAGATTATAAAGTTATAGAATTATAAAATTATAAGAGATTATAAAGTTATAGAAGATTATAAAGTTATAGAAGATTATAAATTTATATAACTTTATAATCTTTTATAATCTCTTATAACTTTATAATCTTATACAATTTTATAATGTCTTATAACTTTATAATGTCTTATAACTTTATAATTCTATAATTCTATATAACTTTATAATTTATAATCTCTTGTAACTTTGATGCGATGTATACCACCCTATGATATTCAATTTATATATAAAGTAGGTACTGGTAATAATACCTAAATATTAATTATATAATAGTTTATATAACTTTATAATTCTATAACTTTATAATCTTCCATAACTTTATAATCTTTTATAACTTCATAATCTTCCATAACTTTATAATTCTATAACTTTATAATTCCATAACTTTATAATTCTATAACTTTATAATCTTCCATAACTTTATAATTCTATAACTTCATAATTTATAATTTTATAATCTTCTATAACTTTGTAATCTCTTATAATCCAGTCGAGGATGGGGCTTTATCACTTGCTATCATAGATAGCAAGGCGAAGCACTTTATAATTCTATAATTGTATAATTTATAATCTTCTATAACTTTATAATTCTATAACTTTATAATTTCTTATAACTTTATATTTTATAATCTCTTATAACTTTATAATTCTATAACTTTATAATTTCTTATAACTATGTAATTTCTTACAACTATAATCTTTTATAACTTTATAATTCTATAACTTTATAATCTTTTATAACTTTATAATTCTATAACTTTATAATCTTTTATAAATTATAATCTTCTATAAATTTATAATCTTCTATAAATTTATAATCTTCTATAAATTTATAATCTTCTATAAATTTATAATCTTCTATAAATTTATAATCTTCTATAACTTTATAATCTTCTATAACTTTATAATCTTCTATAACTTTATAATCTTCTATAACTTTATAATCTTCTATAAATTTATAATCTTCTATAAATTTATAATCTTCTATAACTTTATAATCTTCTATAACTTTATAATCTTCTATAACTTTATAATCTTCTATAAATTTATAATCTTCTATAACTCGACGTGTCATCTAAAGATGACAAGGCGAGCTTTAGATGACAAGGTGAGCTTTAACTTTACAATCTCTTATGTAATTATATAAAGTTACGATGGATTATAAATGACACTAATATTATGGTTATAAATTATCATAATTTATAATCTATGTATACCTATGCATGAGTAATTTTTTATTATTTTATATGTTGTTATTGGAATTATATAACTTTGTAGGTAAAATTTTATTATGTATACTATAAATTTTGTATTTCCTTATTTTGTTATTGTAACTATCTTTAATGATTGTTAGAGATTTAAATAATTTTAATATACATACTAATATTAATATTTTATTAAAGTAATTATAAATTAATAGAAAATTAGCCATGCATAGGTATACATAGATTATAAATTATGATAATTTATAACCATAATATTAATATTATTTTATTATTATAATTTATCTTATATATAATTCTATAACTTTGTATTCCTTCATAACTTTATATAATTACATAAGAGATTGTAAAGTTAAAGCTCACCTTGTCATCTATAGAAGATTATAAATTATAAGAGATTATAAAGTTAAAGCTCACCTTGTCATCTATAGAAGATTATAAATTATAAGAGATTATAAAGTTAAAGCTCACCTTGTCATCTATAGAAGATTATAAATTATAAGAGATTATAAAGTTAAAGCTCACCTTGTCATCTATAGAAGATTATAAATTATAAGAAATTATAAGAGATTATAAAGTTATAGAAGATTATAAATTATATAAGTTTATAATGTAAAGACTATGCAAAATATTAAATTGGAGTCATCCTATAAGAGGATAATGGTCTAAGATTAGATACTATATCATCTTCCATAAATTTAATTATATCGGAAGATAATCCCTTTATAGTAACATTTATAAATGTGTCATCAAATCTTAATATATGTCTAAGTTCTAAATTATATCCACAAAGTTTCTCCCTAATCTCCAAATCATCTAAATTCACATCTTTCACCTTAACTAAGATATAATATATATCATCTGTAGATAATAATGTTTCATAAAACAACTTGTCACATTTTAACTTATGTTCTTCCATTTTCACAATTTAAAACTTTTCTTTTATTCTTTTCAATTTATCATAACATTAAAATTGATATTTACAAAAAAATTTTTAATCCAAATAAATGGAGGATTTCGTACTATGTCAAAGTGAAAATCCAGAAGTCAAAATATTTAATACTCTGCACGTCATGGATAGTTATATATCAGATCATAATAAAAATACCACAGAAAATATACAAATTAATAAGCCAACTCCAATTAAATATGTTAAAAGATGGTTGGATAAAGAATATATCACACAATCTATGGGAACGGATTACTATCAAAGCTCGTCCGTTGATGAATCCTATGCATCCGGTGCACTAGGTAATCCCTATGGTATATCATTTATAGGAGATGACTATATACAAATATAAATGATTTATTTTCTTTTTATATAAACAGAAAAATGTGGAAAAACAATAATTTTCATTCCTTATATATGAACCTTAAGGTTCATATATAAGAAAGAGTGAGAACGAACTTATACCAAATCATCCACAAATAAACAAGAAAATAAGGCAAATACGTACACCAGTGGATTAGTAAAGTCCAATCACGATATGGTAAAGAATAGTAATGATTATGATGGGATGTATTTGCGTTTGATTCTGAAATCAATAAAATGTCCGTGCATGGTATTCCTAAAAGTTTGAAACTTATAGGAGAAAGATTTTTCATTATTGCATAGGGTACAAAAATATATAATTTTTTATACTTTATATAACTTTATAATCTAATATTATATAACTTTATAGTTGTATAACTTTATAGTTGTATAACTTTATAATCTATTATAATTATCTTTATACTTTATAATTATCTTTATACCTTATATAACTTTATAATCTATTATAATTATCTTTATACTTTATAATTATCTTTATACCTTATATAACTTTATAATCTATTATAATTATCTTTATACTTTATAATTATCTTTATACCTTATATAACTTTATAATCTATTATAATTATCTTTATACTTTATAATTATCTTTATACCTTATATAACTTTATAATCTATTATAATTATCTTTATAGTTGTGTAACTTTATAATCTAATATTATATAACTTTATAGTTGTATAACTTTATAATCTAATATTATATAACTTTATAGTTGTATAACTTTATAATCTATTATAATTATCTCTATACTTTATACTTTATATAACTTTATAATAGATTATACAATTATAATCTATAAAAACACATAACAATCTTATTATAACATATTAGATATAAATGTCACATAATTATATATATCAACTTCACCTTCTTGAGCAAACAAAAATATTGGAGAAGTTTTAATATCATTAGGTAAACATTTAATATTTATCAAATATTTATTAAACATTCTTGTAAAAATAGTCTTATTTAATTTTTCTTCTTTCCATAACATATATGTACTATAGAATATCTCCAAAACTTCTGATATTTCAGAATAGAAAAATGTATAAAATTCAGGAGATATAGTTACATAATAAACTAACAATGTAATATTATCTAATTTCTCTCTTGATATAGAATACATACTAAGAGATGTAATGTCTATTTCATAATTTAATGTTGTCAATATGTTATTTACGGCGACATAAAATTGTTTCATATTATATGTGTTATCGGTAACTTCTATACAATCATTATCATCGATATAATAAACATCATGTATGAGACTAGATAAATATAATGCTACCATACCATATAATTGACATTCATTCTTGTTTATTTTACATATACTTGAATATTTATCGAATATATTATAGGCATTTAACAGTGTTATAATAGAAAGAGCTTTCACCATTTTTACTTCAAATAACCAGTCATATAATATCTTTCTTATTCTTAATGTAATATCTGATCCTTGTATTATTTTACATTTGGAAGTTTCATAAGAATATAATGGATATGTTATTGGATAATTAGAATCTATTATTTGAATTGCTTGATAGGATGACAATCTGTTATCAGGATCAACACATAATAACCCTTTACATAGATCTAATAAAAGTTTATTAGTAGTAAATATAAAATTACTTATATGTCTAGCAGAATATCTTGGAAAATTTCCTTTGGTGTCATGTTTCTTTAGGAAATCATCTGAAGGAGTTCCCATACAATTAAATATCTTATATAATAATCCTATTTCGGAAGAATCCGAAAATAACACCATGCCATTAATCATCTCAGCAATAATACATCCTACACTCCACATATCTATTTTTTCATCATATTTTTTACAATGTAATAGTATTTCTGGTGATCTATAATATGCCGCCTGAACTATATTAGTCATCTTCTTGGAATCTAATACATTCCTAGAGACACCAAAATCACATACATAAAGTTTATTTCCTTGGATAAGAATATTATCTGGTTTAAGATCCCGATGATATATATTGTTGTTATGTATATGATTAACTGCAGACAATAATTGTAAACAATATTCTATGATTTGTGTATCAGTTAATTTATTTTTACGTATAACCTGGGCTAAAGTCATCTCTATATAAGGCATAACAATATATAGACCTTCCAACTTTCCATCAGGATAAGTTTCTATAATAATTTCTTTAATCTTAATAATATTAGGATGGGAACATCTTCTAGTATTTGATATTTCCCTTAAGAATGAATGTATATCATCTAAATATATTTTTTTAATACAACATATTTCATTAGTAATATTATTCTTATATTTACATACACGTCCATATACTCCACTCGCAATAGTACTAAGTTTTGTATATTTATCCATAATGACTTAGTTGCTCTATATTAGAGATATTTATTATTTATAAATCATTTAGATATCAATATTTCGTATTTTAACAAAGGAAAATGAAAATACAATAAACATTTAAAATAAAAAGAAATAGGACATAATGCCGAAGCAAAACATCATAAATATAGAGGATGCCCCAAATCAAACAGCTATAAATCATATATATTTTGGATATGGTGCTGTTGGTGTACTTCAGGGTAATGTATATGGATTTGCCGGAGCACAAGCAAATGTTATAGGATAAAATTTATATTCATATAGTATTAAAATTATATCAATATTGATTATATTGATGGATTAAGAGGAAATAATTGCTTAAAGAATTATTTTGCATAATAAGGGAAACATCATATTCCTTATATAATTTTAACCTAAGTAAAGTATTTATAATATGGTATTTTAGTACTACATAATTTAATTTATAAATATATATTAGAAAATCGTAACTTCATCATCTTCAAAAAATTTTTTAATAACTTCATCATCTTCAAAAAATTTTTTAATAACTTCGTCTTCTCAAAAATATTTTTAACAACTTCATCATCTTCAAAAAAATTTTTTAACAACTTCATCATCTTCAAAAAATTTTTTAACAACTTCATCATCTTCAAAAAATTTTTTACAACTTCACCATCTTCAAAAAATTTTTTATAACTTTGTGATTCTACAATAAAAAGATAAAATTACATCAGTAATTTATAATTATTAATCTATTATTAATAATTATATCATATATTAGTATCAATAATATCATTATATTATATTTATAAGATGTTCACGTATAGTGTCCTTGTATTCTTATTGTATATATATTATACAATAGTATATTATTATATAATATATATAATCTTATTATATAACTATGAAAAGATTTGTTTTAATTCTGTTAAATAGAAGTTTATAAGAATAATAAGGTATTAATAGTAATGCATATTTTATACCTTATTTTTCTTTTATGAGGTGGTATACATCAATACATCCTAACTCCATCCCATGAAAGAAAAAAAATAATCGATAAATAAGGTATTAATAGTAATACTTATTTATAACTAAGATAATTATTATCTATAAGATAATTATAATCCATATAATTATATAACTATAATTATAATCCATAATATAATCTATAAGATACAATTATATAACTATAAGATAATTATATAATCTATAAGATACAATTATATAATTATATAACTAAGATAATTATATAACTAAGATAATTATAATCTATAAGATACAATTATATAACTAAGATAATTATATAACTAAGATAATTATAATTAATATAACTTACACTGTCATATTATGATATGTCAAACATACATCAGAATCTATAGTAGTATTACCAACCAATTTTAATCTCTTAATATGATCCATAAAATCATAACTTCTGTTAGGTCCCCATCCCATTCCATCTAACCCAACCAAACAATTACCAATATACACAACTAGGATATCAAATAATCCTTCCGATAAGAATTGTGATGTAACGTTGGATCCTCCTTCCACTAACACATACATTATTCCCATTGCCCCCAACTCATCCAATAACTTATTCAATCTAACCTTCCCCTTATCTCCATTATTATCCTTCCATACCTTCATCCCTAAATTATTCCATACATTTACCGTTTCGTCCTCAGCCACATTTGTCGTCGCCACCAAAATATCCCAATCATCCAGTCTATTTTTCACTACATCTTGGTTATTTAACAAGTATAAGTTAGTATCGATAACTCTTCCTCTGCCATCTAATATAACTTTTCTAGGTTGCACAACATCATTTCCGACTCTAACAGTTAATTTTGGATTGTCATTAATAACAGTTTGTGCTCCCACCAAAACAACTCCACTTCTTCCTAACATACCCCTGAATCTTCTATGCCCATCCTTCCTACAATCTTCATTAGTGATCCATTGAGAATTACCATTGGCCAACCCTATCTTTCCATCTATACTCATGGCAACTTTACAAACTACTAATGGTCTTCCAGTCTTTCTATGATGTAAATATGGAAGTAGAGACCTTCTGGCTTCTTCCTGACAAACTCCAACGATAACCTCAATACCATTATCTCTAAGATATTTTATTCCATTACCTCCAACATTCTTATCTTCATCAACAATAGCAATGACAACTCTCTTAATACCAGTACTTACTATTAACTCATCACATGGACCAGTTCTCTTTCCCTCATATCGATGACATGGTTCTAATGTTGTATATAAGCACGCTCCTTGTAATTTATGTTCTAAACCTTTATCTTTAACTTCTTGTAATGATAAAACTTCCGCATGAGATTGTCCACATACCTGATGATATCCAGTTCCAATCACTTCACCATAACTGTCAACGATAACACAACCAACCCAAGGATTTGGTCCACATGTCTTCATTCCCTTCTCTCCAATTTCAACAGCCAACTTCATATACTTCACATCGTTTTCTTCATTAGTTTTCTGTTTGGTTATATTGTCAAACTCTAAATTTACCTTAGATCCAACAATCTTATATTGTAAATTTGTATGTGATAATGTATGAGGTATTAGAGATACTCTGAATGAGGTATCTAATACTTCAGCAACAGTTAGACTAACACCATCCACGCTGATAGATCCTTTATACTTTACTAAGGATGCATCTTCTAATCCTATCCAAAGACATTTAGATCCATCATCGTTCTCCTTTATGTCCAATATTGTAGATAGTTGATGGACGTGTCCGGAGACGATATGACCTCCAACATTATCACCCAACTTCATAGATTTTTCCACATTTACAACAATATTATCTTCCCACCATTTAGAATTAAAGGTAGTTTTATTTTTGGTTTCTTCCATAACAAAGAATGTAGCGACATCATCGGTAACTGATTTTAGAAGGGTTAGACAAACACCATTAATTGCAATTGAATCTCCTACCTTACAGTCTTTCCAATACTTGGTATTAACCTTAACGTGAAGGGTATTATCTTGAAAATATGCAATTCCAGTCTCTTGAACTAATCCGGTAAACACCATTATGTCAAATATTTGTCTATTAACCCTCCTTTTATGAGGAACAATATTCTTTTAAGAAGATCAATTGGATAAAAGTTAATGTTAATGGAAATATCTATTATCATAGTATAAAAATGATTAAATAATATAAAAATCTATAATATTATAGATGGAAGGATTACCAGAAGAGATAAAATGTATGATAGTAGAATATTTAGATGTTTCCTCACTTTGGAATATTATGATAGTAGGAGGATCCTTATATAAAAATATTAAACACAATGTGAAGAAGATATATACTTATGATAAAATAGTAAATAGTATATTATTATCATCATATCCTAATATAAAGGAGGTAGTTGGATATATTGGAATAAAATCAATGGGAGATGCAATTCTGTTATCATCACATCCGTCTTTAACTCAAGGATATTTTGATTTTTCAAGAATACATTTTAATGAAGATCCAAGTAATATTATTAAAATGTATTTAGAATCACATTTACAAAATAAATATATTGATATAGATGGTAGACTTAGAATAAAAAGTCTAGAAAATTTATATGATAAAAAATTCTTATTTTATGTACATAAGGATAGATATTTATACATTTATAAAGATATGATCATATGCTATAGTATAAAATTCGAAGACTATCTAAATTTTAAGATATTATTAAGAACAAATATATACAAAAAAATATATATATCTTTTAATGAAGATTATGATCAAATGATAATTCCTAATGTTGCAGGGGTTAATATTATTATAAATCCAGGAGGAGAAGAATTCAATTATGCAAGTTCTATATCTTATCTATTGACCGATATAAATGATGATGTTAATATAATATTAGATAATAGATACAAGGATTTATATATAGATATGATGGATGACTTTGGAATTGTATATCAATTACCCAATGTGGCATCAATACATGGACCATTTATAAATATGATAGAGTATAAGCCTCATTGGAATAATACTAAGCTAAAAAATATGGGATTTTACTGTGAAAAAGATAAAATAAATAATATATTAGGAGATATAAGGAGAGAATATAAAAATGTACAGGTAACTATATATTCTAATGGGGATGATAAGAATATCGATGACATGATTAGAATTAGAAACTATAATCCATATAAACTTAATTTTGATCCAACCTATATATATATAATAATATGTGATAAAATGAATTTTATAATAATAAAGTGAATAATATGATGAGGTAAATAAAATATAGATGGAAGGATTACCGGAAGAGATAAAATGTATGATAGTAAAATATTTAGATGTTTCCGCACTTTGGAATACTATGATAGTAGGAGGGTCCTTATATGAAAGCATTAAACCTAATGTTGATATGATAAATACAGAAAATAAGATTGTTAACAGTAAACTTATAATATCTTATCCTAATGTAAAAGATGTTATTGGATATGTCGGCATAAACTCTATCGATGATGCATATCTTATATCTAGACATACATCATTAAGATCTGCATATTTTATATTAAAACAAGAGTATATTAATGTTATTATGGAAAAATATTTTCATAATGTGTTTATGGATGGGGATGGAAGATTAAAATATGTATCCGATGAAAAGAGAAATAATATTTTGTATGAAAAGAAATTTTTATTTAGTATCGATAACCAATATCTTTATATTCATAAAGACATATTGATACACTACATATATACGGATAATTGCAATTTACAATATGACGTAACGGAGAAATTATTGAAAATGAACTTATATAAATACGTATATGTCGCCGTTCCAGATAGATATTACGGATTTTATTTACCAAAACATGATAATATTTGTATTATAGCAAATGGGGGTGGAATTTGTAATAATTATTTTGATTATGTGGAAATTCTTCTGAACAATGAAATCAAAAATTATAATTTTGTATTAGATTATAGATATAAAAATATTAAAATAGATATGAGTGAAAGACAAGGATGTGGAGATTTACATAAAATTGATGGTATATCTGGACCTTTTGTCAATATGATATCGTATTATAAAGAGTGGAAAAATAATAATATTAAAGAATTGGGATTTTATTGTGATAAAGAAGATATACAAAAGAATATTGAGGAGATTAAGGAACATATTTTTTCTAACAACAAGGAAGTTGTTATAACTTTATATACAAATGGTGATACTGTGGTTGAACCAAATGACAGAATTATTATTAAATCGGAGAATGAATATACATTTGACTTTGATCCAGATTATGTTTTCCAATATTGGAATTAAATGATTTATATAATATAGATTATACAAAATATTAAACATATAGGTGTTGGTATGGTCAAGTATTTTATTGACATGGGAGTTGGTGATCTTGATTATATATTAGAAGAGGCGGCTAGGAATAGAAGGATTGATATTGTAAGACTATTGAAAGGATTATAGGATGATATAAAATTGATTATAATATTTAATTATATTATAATATGACAACATGAATATATTAGATATTCCTAATGATATTTTATTCTATTCTCGCTGACGCTCTGCAAGAGCATATGTTATAGAAATTATGAGGTTGCAAGATTATTTAGTATGGTATGTAAAACATTTAACAGACTAAGCAAGGGATGTAATGGTGAAAAAATGAATGTTAAGGAATACTTTTTGGAATATAAAATTGTGGTATATAATTGTGGTAATAAGGAGGAATATTGGGTGGATAAAGTCACAGGAGAGAAAGAAGGAAAATGTGTGATGTATGATACGAATAATATTAAATATAAGGAATGTTATTCTTCATGTAGAGCCATCTTAAAAGATGGCGAGTGATGAGGGTAAACTAGATGGTACATATCAACAATGGCATATGAACGGAAATAAACATATAAAATGCAATTATAGAAATGATGAAAGGAATGGTGAATATCAAAAATGGTATTATCAAGGAAATAAATCTGAGCAATGTTACTATATAAATGGTAAAAAAGAAGGTAAATATAAAAGTTGGCGTATGAATGGAAAGAAAGAAGTGAGGTGTAGTTATAAATATAATTTGGAAGAAGGTAAATATAAAAAATGGTATGAAGATGGAAAGAAAGAAGTGGAATGTAATTATGTAAATTATAAATTAAATGGTAAATATGAAAAATGGTACTCAAATGGAAAGAAAGAATTAGAATGTAATTATAACAATGGTAAATTTGATGATAAATATGAAAAATGGAATAAAAAGGGTAAGAAAATAAAAGAATGTTGGTATATAAATGGAAAATTAAATGGTGAATATAAGGAATGGTTTTCAGATGGAAGAAGAAAGTTAGAAGTTATATATAAGAATGGAAAAATTATTAAACCCATATATCATGTTATGTAAAAGGTTTAATTGATTATATTATAAATTTTATTATAATATAATGATGGAGGTTAATATATTAGATATTCCTAATGATGTCTTATTTTATAATATACGAACTACGGATAATAAAATTATGGGACAAATGAATATATTATAATAAAATATTTATTTGTACCATATATTATCTTTATTTTATAATTTTGATACATTTGATGTACTATATAATACAATTATATTATAATTTTTACATTATTAAATTGATTTTATATTATAAATTAATATAATATTATAAGGTTATAATATTATCAAAATGAATATATTAGGGTTGACAACAGATATTTTATTTTATAATATATGTTATTCAAGTTATGAAGTTGCAAAATTATTTAGTATGGTATCTAATAAATTTAATAAAGTAAGTAAGGGATGTAATGGTGAAAAAAGGAATATTAAGGAATACTTTTTAGAATATAAAATTATAGTAGATAATTTTGGTAATAGGGAGGAATATTGGGTGGATAAAGTTACAGAAGAGAAAGAAGGTAAATATACAAGGTATGATAACGATGGGTTTAAACGTAGAGAATGCTATTATAAGAATGGTAAACTGGAAGGTTTAGATATAATATGGAATTCTGCGAAAACATGTAAAGAGTTGATTCCTTACAAAAATGGTGTAATAGAAGGAAAATATACAACGATTTATTTTAAAAATTGGATGGAAGAAATTAGGGAAGAAGGTAATTATATAAATAACAAGAAAGAAGGAAACTATGTTAAGTTTGATATCGATGATAATATGATAGAGGAAGGAAGTTATAAAAATAATAGAATGCAGACATGTATAATTTATGGAAAAAATGCTAATATGAAAAGAAGATATATATATAATTATGTTGAAAATGGAAAGGAAGCAAAATTAGAGGAATGGAGAGATGAAGGTCAGAAGTTCTCAGAAATATATTATCTTAATGATGAATTAAATGGTAAATATATACTGTATTGGAATAATGGAAAGAAGAAAAAGGAGTGCCATTTTCAAAATGGTTTCATGATTGGAGATTATACCGAATGGGATGAAAATGGTAATATGATATTTTATACCAACTATAAATAATAAAATATTTTTATATTACAACTCTATATATAATATAAAATATTTTTATATTACAACTCTATATATAATATAAAATATTTTTATATTACAACTCTATATATATAATATAAAATATTTTTATATTATCATAATATTATATATTATATATTATTTGAAACACAAATTATAAAATTGATTATAATATTTAATTATATTATAATATGACAAGATGAATATATTAGATATTCCTAATGATATTTTATTTTATAATATATGTTATAGAAATTATGAAGTTGGAAAAGTGTTTGGTATGGTATGTAAAACATTTAATAGACTAAGCAAGGGATATAATGGTGAAAAAAGGAATATAAAGGATTATTTCTTAAAATATATGGAGATTGAAATGGATGGATATATAGAAAAATATTGGATACATAAAGGTACTTTATTAAGAGAAGGTAAATGTGAATGCTGGTATAATATACAGATAATAGAAATTTTATGGTATAAAAATGGAAGAAAAAATGGAAGGAGTATATCATGGTATAGGAATGGAAATATAAAAATGAGGAGAAACTATAAAGATGGAGAATTAGAGGGTGAGTATATCCAATGGGATGAAGATGGTAATATAAAAATGAAGGGAAACTATAAGAATGGGAAATTAGAAGGTTATTATATCCAACTACATGAAAGTGGTCTTATAATATATATATAAACATTTCTTTGGTGTTATATAATTAAAATTTAAATTTTAATTATATATAAATATTGTATTTAGTTAGTATTGTTATGTTCTGTATATTATCATTTAGATAAAAACTTGACGATTTTATCTAAGTTATCTTATTTTTTATATTAATAGCAGTATTAAATATCTTATGATATTTGTTTAAAATTATATTTATTTCTTTAAGGTAATATAGTAATGTTATATAAAATTAAAATTTACGATGTCGATAGTTAAATAATTATATGTAAATATCGTATTGAGTTAGTATTATTATTCCATATAAAGTATAACTTAGATAAAAACTCGATGATTTTATCTAAGTTATCGTATTTTGATGTATTGATACCTAAGATGAATATGTTATAGTATAAATATTATTTTATATTTATTTCTTTATAATATAATATAATATTGTATAAAATTAAAAATTTACGATGTCGATAGTTAAATATTTATATACAAATATTCTATTAACTTAGTATTATTATTATTTATAAAGTATAACTTAAATAAAAACTTGATGATTTTATCTAAGTTATTGTATTTTAGTATATTAATAGTAGTATTAAATATGTTATAGTATAAATATTATTTTATATTTATTTCTTTATTCTATAATATAATATTTTATAAAATTTAATTTTATGAACGTTGAGATTGAAATATTTATATAATAATTATATGATATTCTAATATTACAATAGTTTATAGATTACAACATAGATAAAAATTGATGAATTGTATCAAAATATTCTTATTATAAAATATATTATGGTATTAAATTATCATATTATGGATTGTGTTGGCAAATGAAAAAAGAAAATAATTGCTTAAAGAATTATTTTCCATAATAAGGGAGAAAATTATATTTCTTATCCAATTTTAACTTTGATTACATAACTACAATATCGTATTTTAGTATTATATATCACCCCGTGTAAAATTTAGTATATCATATCAAACATGAGTAGGACATTATTTATTACATTATATAATGATGTCTATATAAAATATTTTTATAACTTGTTATTCTAAAATATTTTTAACATCTTGTCATTCTAAAATATTTTTATAACTTGTCATCCTAAAATATTTTTAACATCTTGTCATTCTAAAATATTTTTATAACTTGTCATCCTAAAATATTTTTAACATCTTGTCATTCTAAAATATTTTTACAACTTCATCATCTTCAAAAAATATTTTACAACTTGTCATTCTAAAATATTTTTATAACTTCATCATCTTTAAAAATATTTTTATAACTTGCCATTCTAAAATATTTTATAACTTCATCATCTTCAAAATATTTTTATAACTTGCCATTCTAAAATATTTTTATAACTTCATCATCTTCAAAATATTTTTATAACCTAATCGTTTTCAAAATTATGTTTGTAATTCTATAATTATTAATAATTATTAATAATTATCAGGTGAATTAGTATTATTATTATAATACTATCTTATAAACACTTTCTTTTTATGTTTTCTATTATATATAATATATAAATATATATAATATACTATATATAACATATACTATATATTATATATATTATAAGTTATATATAATAACAACACCAAGTTTTTCCCCTTGTATGTATATAAATGAAATTATAAGAAGAATAAGGTATTGAATATACTATCTATTTTATGTATAATTTTTACTCCATGGGGTAGTATACATAAATCTTTTATATATATATATATATATTAGTAACACTATATAAATAGAATGATATAATATATTATGAACTACCTCCGTATTTGTTAATGTCAGCAATATATATATACATAAAAGATTTATGTATACTACGCCATGGAGTAAAAATTATATATAAAATAGATAGTATATTCAATACCTTATTCTTCTTATAATATGTAAATTATCTAATAGTTTAATTTGTAAGATATCATAAATAGTTTAATTTATAAGAGATATATATATGTAAAATATTTATAAACTTACTATATAAATCACTAGATTACTCAAAGTACATGGTTCTTAAAATTTTCAACAACAAATTATTATAAATGATTTTATTATTTTCTATCTATCTATAATAGAAGATGAATATATTAGATATTCCAGAAGATATATTACATTATCATATATGTTATTCAAGTTATGATGTTGCAAAAATATTTTCATCTGTATGTAAAAAATTTAATAAATTAAGCAAGAATTATGATGGAATTAATAAAAATATAAAAGACTATTTTTTACAATATATAGAACATAAGGTTACTAATAATAATCCACTAATTTATTTCATGCAACGTGCTGGATATGCTTATAAGGAATATGAGAAATATTGGATAAATAAGTTTACAAAAGAAAGGGAAGGGAAGTATATGATGTTCAATAAAAATCATAGTATCGATACGATATGTTATTATAAAAATAACTTAATACATGGAGAATATCGTAGTTGGCATCCCAATGGTCAATCACATATTAAAGCAAATTATGTAAATGGGAAGATTGAAGGAACATATAAAAGTTGGAATAAAGATAAAACATATAAAGAATTAATACCTTATACTAATAATGTTATAGAAGGTACATATATAAGAATTTATTGCAAGGACGGAAGAAAAACGGAAAGGGAAGAATATACATATGTAAATGGCATGAAGCATGGGAAATATGTAAGATTTTATATTGATGATAACACAGATGTTATAATAGAAGAAATAGGTTATAAAAATAATCAACGAGAGGGAATAAGTACAGTTTATTGGAATAATGGAAAGAAGAAATGGGAGTGCTATTACATCAATAATAAGGAAGAGGGAATACTCAATGAATGGTATTGTAGTGGTAAGAAACTATCACAAGGAACCTACATTAATGGAAGATTAAATGGAAAGTATATAGTATATTGGGAAAATGGAAATAAGAAAAAGGAATGCAATTTCGAAATGGGATGTCTAAATGGTGATTATACTGAATGGAATGAAGATGGTGCTATAACATATCCCATAAATTAAATTTGTATATATATTTGTCTATAACATTATCTTTATATTGTCATATTATATAAGTAGTTACATTGTTATGTATTATATAACTCTATCTTTATAATTGCCACATTATTATGTATTATAAAATTATAATATATAAGTAGTCAAGTTGTCGTGTGATATATAATTAATTATATATTATTTTCTACTCACTGTCGTAAATGAATACAAACTAACATTATTATTTTTCATAACATTATTCTTAAAAGCCTCAGGATTATAATGATTAATATATTGTGTACCATTAGGTCCAACAATCATACTAATTCCTGTAATATGCGAAGGATTCCCTAATAAATTATTAGCTTTAATTATAAATTGATTAGATTTGAAATAATTATCCAGGGTAATTTCACCAGGACTAATATTCGTTCTTTCATACATCATCTCCAATATTTTATATTTAATCTCATCCGACGTCGAATTATCCAACCCTAACATAATTCCTAATAATTGTCCACTTCTAATGTTACCTGTACAACCACCAATTGCCATTTCTAAAAATTGTAACTTATCTTCATCACTATCACAAATTTCATTCATAACTCCAACCATTTCAGATAACGTATATCTATTTGCATCTAATTCCAATAACTCATGCATAATATCCAATTTTGCAGATGATGTCTTAAAACAATTAATTATATCCATAAATGGCAAATCGTCAATAACATAATTTACTAATTTTATGAAAGCAAATGATCTTTTCAAATCTCTATTATATGAATTTAAAATATCTATTAATTGCAAAGATGTTAGGTCTAAAATATCTACATTTTTAATAGAATTTAAATAAGCATCCTTTTGGTTATCATTCTGATTGGATAGATTATTCAACAAATTATTCGCGTACATTCCTATTATGTTTCTATAAATTGAAATTTTTTAAATATATATCAATTTGTATTGAATAAATACATAAGATGAATATATTTGATATTTCCGAGGATGTGTTATTTAATAACATATGTTATTATAATTATGAAGTTGCTGTTTCGTTCAGTAGGTTATGTAAAAAATTTAACAGACTAAGCAAGGGATATAATCGGGAAATAAGAAATATAAGAGATTATTTCCTACAATACATACAAGTAGAAGATGATTCTTCATTGAATAAATATTGGATAAATAAATTCACAAATAAAAAGGAAGGAAAATATCTTTGTTTTAATAAAAATGGAATTAAATTAATAGAATGTATATATGAAAATGATAAACTTAATGGGGTGACGAAAGAATGGGGTTCGAACGGAAATATTCTTGTCATATGTAGTTATAAACATGGGGATCTTCATGGTAGATATTCTAAATATTTGGAGGATTTTACGTTAATGGATTAAAGGATGGAGAATATAGACATTTTTATTACGATGGTAGAAGTAAAATATTTGCAAATTATAAGAATGGAAAGAGAGAAGGTAAATATGAATGGTGGGGATTTTTTCCTGGTAAACAATATCAGAATTACAACTATAAAAATGATGTATTGCATGGTAAATATGAAGAATGGTATGATAATGGTATAAAGAAAACGGAGAGCAATTACATGAACGGTAGTCTTCATGGTGAGTGCAAAATATGGAACAAGGATCAACAGTTAATCTCCCATTCAATATACTATAATGGAGAACTAATTAAACAAAATGTCCTATAAATTTCTCCTTCATTTTATTTAAATAACAATAAAATTGATTATATATAAATTTATCTATCTAAGTAAATAGATAAGCATAATAATGACCACTTCTATAGATATTAAATTATTTAGAAATGAGGAGAGTATTAAAGTTTTGAAAGAGTCACTAAGAAATAGATTTAAAGATGAAACTGTAATTGATTATATTGTATTATTAGATAAAAATATTAGATCGGAACGGTATACATTAAATGAGATTAAGAAAACATTGAATGTTATAAAGAAGAATTATGGGAAGGATAGAGAAGAAGGTGAAGATCCAGACAAGTTAATTGAAGAAAATATATCCAATATTCAGGATGAGGTTCATAGAAGTGAAAGAGAAATCAAGGATAGAGAAGAAGAATTATATAAAGCCATCAATGAAATTGGTAATGTTATTCATCCATCAGTTCCAATATCCAAAGATGAACGTGATAATGAAGAAGTGTTTAATTATGATAGTGGAATACGAAGCACATTAGATGGATTAGATTTATATCATCATGATGAATTATTAAAGATGATAGATGGATGCGAATTAGAAAAGGGATCGGAGGTTGCAGGTCATCGAGGTTATTATCTAAAAGGTGTTGGTATGTACCTTAATCAGGCATTAATTAATTATGCTTTATCGTTTTTAGCTAAGAAAGGATATACTTCTGTGCAAACGCCATATTTTATGAACAAGGATGTCATGTCCAAAGTATCACAATTAGATCAATATGACGAGGAATTGTATAAAGTAGTGGTTGATGAAAAGAAAGATGAAGGAGATGTAGATACAGATAAATATTTAATAGCAACATCAGAGCAACCATTATGTGCTTTACATATGGAAGAAACGATACAAAAAGCAAAACTACCAATCAAGTATGGTGGATATTCGACATGTTTTAGAAAAGAGGCGGGATCACATGGGCGAGATGCCTGGGGAATATTTAGAGTTCATCAATTTGAGAAGGTGGAGCAATTTTGTATTACGACACCTGACAATTCTTGGAATATGCATGAAGAGATGATTAAGATATCTCAGGAGTTCTATCAATCTTTAGGATTATCGTTTAGGGTTGTTAATATAGTTTCTGGGGAATTAAATAATGCCGCTGCTAAGAAATATGATTTGGAGGCATGGTTTCCAACATTAGATATTTATAGAGAGTTGGTATCATGTTCTAATTGTACAGATTATCAATCTAGAAGACTTGGAATAAAATGTGGATATAAGGACAATAATGGAAATCAAGGATATGTGCATATGTTAAATGGGACATTATGTGCGACAGAACGAACATTATGTTGTTTATTGGAGAATTATCAAAGAGTTGGGGGAATTATTGTTCCAGAAGTATTAAGACCATATTTGGCGATGTATATGGAAAAAGTGGACTTTATTCCATTTGTTAAAGGATTGAAAACACAAAGACATAATAAATAATAAAATAGTATATATATATATTATACAGTTATATAACTGTATAATTGTTTATATGGGAATAAAATGACGTTATCGTATTATAATAGTTATAATTTATAATAGTTATAAGTTTTATGATTTATAATTTTCTATAACTTATAATTTTCTAACTCTTACAAATTTTTTAACTTTATAAATTCTCTAACTTATAATTTCTAACTCTTATAATTTTCTAACTCTTACAAATTTTCTAACTTTATAAATTCTCTAACTTATAATTTCTAACTCTTATAAATTTTATAATAAGGAATAAATAGTACTATTGTTAATAATACAATTATATATAATTATATATAATTATATATCTATGTGGTAGCACCCATCAAAGAAATAAATGACAAATTATAAAATTATGATATAAAATAATATTCATATCATGACATTAAACTTCATTATAATTTTTTGTGTATGAAAAATTATAATATTTCTTTGATGGGTACTACCACATAGATATATAATTATATATAATTGTATTATTAACAATAGTACTATTTTGTCTTTTATTATAAAATTTATAAGAGTTATAGAAAATTATAAGTTATAAAAAATTATAAGTTATAGAATTTACAAAGTTAGAGATTTGTAAAGTTATAGAATTTCTAATTATTATAAATTTATAAGTTATAAAAAATTATAAGAGTTAGAAATTTATAAGAGTTAGAAATTTACAAGTTATAGAAAATTATAAGAGCTAAAAAATTATAAACTATAAAATTTATAGTTTATAATAAATTGTTAACAACATAATTTAAACAATAAATATCATTACTAATTATATTCAGGATATTTTTCATGGTATTCCCGTTCCCATATTGTCACCAAATTATATCCAGCACCTTTAATCTGATTTTCCCTCCATAAAGTTCTATTATATAGTTGCCTATTCGTTATCTTACCATCTATACTTAATTTATCCATCTCATCATTTAAAAGTATTGGGTCTGCATGGTAATATGTCCCATGGAATTCATATACAGTTTTTATTCCAGTTTCTTCATCTTCATGATATCCATCAAATTCAAAGTTATATTTTCCAATCTTACATTTATGTTCTCCTCCATTCTCTGCATGTTTAATATTAATACCTTTTTCTCCCATTATTTTATTTAACCATAATATTGCCTTAGAACTATATTTCTTCGTAGACAAAGTTTTATGGATGTCATTTAATTTGGATTTATCGACACATGATTCTCTTGGACATAAGGTCTTATTAATTTCAACTCCTGATACCTCACATTTTTTATCACATTTTTTACATGTCTTAATAAATACTTTTAATCTATTATTCACTTTGCATTGTTCCGTACAGAAAGTATTTGGATGATATTTGCTATAAAAGATTTTACCACATCCAATACAAGGTTTATTGTTTTCTTCATTTGATGTTTTATTATATTTTTTACTATGTGATAATCTACATGATTCTTCACAATATGTACTCCAATCATATTTAGTATTAAAAGATTTACCACAACCCACGCATAATTTTTTATATAATAAGGTATCTCTTCCAATGGCAAAATTTGCCACACCATAATTCTTTTTAACAATAGGAACTTCATATCCCAAAGGATGCGAATTCTTACAAATTAAACAACCCATTCTTATAATATTATCATTATATTATAAAATTTTATAATATAATCAATTTAAAATATAATATTACATAATAATTATATAATATGATGAATTTCGCCATTCATAATATAAATATTTCTTTATGTTCATATGAACATCATATTTGGAGATACTTTTTGAATTCATTATGTTTATATAGTAATCATATAATTAATATACACTGGGATTATGTTTCGTCTATCATAGTAGATCTATGAAGATTATTTGTAATTATCTTAAAATATAAATTTTATTTTAATAAACTGTGAATAGTAAAATAAATATGAATATTTAGATTATATAATTTAAAATTGATTAATTTTATATAAACTCCATGTTACAAGAAGATAATACATAAATAATGAATCCCATCAAATTGGAAATATATAGTGAATATTACAAAAATAGAAGACAGTTTTATTGTAATTCACAATATTCTGACGGTATGCTTAAATCTGAAAGTGGAAATAATTATATGGCAATCCATCATCTCATATTACATGATATAGAATATTTTAAAGTTAGATATGGCAGTATAAGTACTAAAAATAAAAATATTATACTAATTCCAGACGAAGATTTTGATAATGTTTGTGCAATGATCTCTATTATATATGGAATGTCAGTACAATTAACTAAATTAGAAGAAGCTTATAATTTATATCATATATGTGATAAATATTGTGCTCCAAAGCATCTAATACAAGAAATACAGAAGAAAATTTCTTTGTATGTGAGCATATATCTTCAATATCCAGAGAGAATGTCATATAAAGATGTAGAAAATACAGTGAAGATACCATTGTCGAGTATTGTACCTGATCATTCCACACATCTTGAGGAAATGACAGAACCACTGAAGTATATTAATGAAGGTGGGAAAATAGATTTTTCTAGTATTCCAATCTCTAAAAAGTTTGATGTCATAAATGATGGGAAGTATTTTGTGTATGATCGTAAGAAGAGTGTATGTTTTAATTCTTCATATATATTAAATATAGATTATATTAAGGAAGCGAGTAAGGTTATATATAAAGGGGATGTTCGTGTCTATGGACCCGTAGAGATTGATAGATACATAAAAGGTCTTGGTGATGGTATAAATGATAATCAGATAGAAATATTAAGGTTCAATTACTATGTTATTTGGTGGTTCAAGAAGGTTATAATGAAATATTTAAATAACAGACATAGAAAGATGATAATGGTACAAAGAGGATTAAGTAAAACACAAGCCATGAAATTGAAAATTGATAATAGACATATTTTTATAGAAAAAAATAGATACTTGTTATTATATTAATTAAAATGATTTTATATTTATATAATATAAGATTATGAAGATGGAATTATTAACAGACGATATATTATTTTATCATATATGTTATTCTGATTATGAAGTTGCAAGATTATTTACTATATTATGTAAAAAATATAATAAACTAAGTAAGGGTTATGGGAATGATCGGAGAACTCCACTCTCGCCTTTGGCTCTGCAAAAGGAGTTATTTCTTAATATATGTAGATAAACAGTTTGATAAAAGCAATACCAAGAATGAAAGATATTGGATTAACATATTCACGAATAAAAAAGAAGGAAAACATTCTGTATATCGTCAAGCTGATAATTTAGAAGAAGTTTATTGTCATTACAAAAACGGTAAGAAACATGGTAAATATGAAGAATGGTATCTATCATCATTTACTTCCGATAAATTTATTAAAGTCAGGTGTAATTATAAAGATGATAAAAAACATGGTAGATATCAAGAATGGAACATAAAGGGTAATAAAATAAAAGATTGTTGGTACAAAGATTATAAACTACATGGTAGCTATATGTCCTGGTACGAAAATGGTAATAAGATGAAAGATTATTATTATAAAGATGGTAAGTATAATGGAAAATGCGTTTATTATAATCCTCATGGAATAATGACGATATCCACATATCATTTGGATGGTGAATATGAAGGAAAGCGAGAAGAATGGTATGATAATGGAAAAAAAGAGATAGAATGCTAATCCTTTTGCAGAGCCAAAGGCGAGAGAGGATCAAAAGAGACAAGGTAAATATTTACAATGGTATGAAAATGGACAAATAAAAACTTTATGTTATTATATTAATGGTAACTTGGAAGGTAAATACATAGAATGGCATGAAAATGGACAAATAAAAACTTTATGTTATTATATTAATAGTAACTTAGAAGGTAAATACATAGAATGGCATGAAAATGGACAAATAAAAACTTTATGTCATTACTTATGTAGAACAATGAAAGATGGAGAAATAAATGGTGGGTTACATGGAAAATATACAAAATGGTATAATAATGGACAAAAAGAAGAGGAGTGTTATTATAAAAATAATCAATTACATGGAAGATATATAAGTTGGTATGAAGATGGTAGAAAATGTCATGAATGTTATTATAATTGTAAATATTAGTGATAATATTGGTTATTTTATGTCATATGTTTAATATTAAAATATTAAATATATAATAGATTCATAATAAAATGATTTTATTAAGGAAGGAGAAGATAAAATGCAAGATACGGTTGAATGAACATGAATGATCTACCTAACGATGTATTATATAATGAAATATGTTTAAACCTAGACTATAATACTTATAAAACGTTTGTTCAAGTATGTAAAAAATGGAATAATATTGGAAAGAGATTGGATATCCCTGAGGATCATTATCTAGAATATAAAGAAATAGAACATGGATATACTACTATAAGATGTTTTGTTGATAGAAAAACTGGTGGTAAAGAAGGTAAATGTTTGGAAATTACGGAGGATGATTTTGATGAATTTGGTACCGAAAGTATAAATGCTATGTATCATTACAAAGATGGATTGCTTCATGGTTCACATACATTGTATTATGATACAGGAAAAGAAAAACGGGTATCAATATATAATAATGGAAAAAGAGAAGGCACATGCATTGAATATCATCCCAACGAAACAATATATTGCATAAAATATTATAAAGATGATATGAAAAATGGGAAGACAATAAAATATGATAAAAATGGGAAAGTATTTGAGGAGTCAGAATATAAGAATGGAAAGTTAGATGGTATAGTATCTAGGTGGTATTCAAAGGCATATTTAACATCAGATAGGGATATAGTTGAATATAGTGGAATGAAATATGAAGAAGCCGAGTATCTTGATGGTAAATTACATGGAATTTATAAGGAATGGAATGCGGAAGGGAGTATGATAGAATTATCAAATCATAAGAATGGAGTTAGGGTTGGGGTAGATACTAGGTGGTATTCTAATAAATTGATTGAAATGCAAAGATCATATAATGAGGAGGGAAAATTACATGGATTGAATGTGGAATGGTATGAGAATGGGAAAATAAAATGTGAAGGTTATTACGTTAATGGGATACGAGAAGGAGTTCATATGTCATATTTTAAAAATGGAAAAGCTAACACGAGACTAGAGTATAAGAATGGGAAATATCATGGTACGAATATAGTGTGGAATGGAAGAGGATTATTACGAGAACAAACTTCGTATTGTGAAGGAGAATATGAAGGAGTGAAGGCTGAATGGGATAAGAAGGGAAAATTAAGATTGTATGCAAATTATAAGATGGGGAAACTACATGGTACATATCAAAAATATTATGAAAACGGAAATAAATGGGTTGAATGTCATTATTATGAGAATAAGAAACATGGTACATATTTAAGATGGCATAAGAATGGAGTTATATGGAATAATGATATATATTGTAATGATAAAAAGATGAAACGTTAAATTTATAAGACTATTATATAATTTATAGGATAATTATATGGGGTATGATTGAGAATAATTATATTACAGATTATATAATCTGTAAGACTATTATATAATCTATAATTTATATAATTTATAATTTATAATACTATTATATAATCTATAATCTATAACTATTATATAATCTATAAGATAATTCTATAATTATAATGTAATCGAGTAAGATAATTATATATATTATTAAAATAAAAAGAAATTTGGTATTAAGAATATATATATAATTATAACAAAATATGCAACCATGTGTACTATCCCATGAAGATTTTTTATGATAACTTATATAATGAAATACTATTTTGGATATAGTAATATCTATATCCAAAAGTCGTATCTATTATTTCTTCATTCCTTTAAGGAAATATAAAATTATAGAGATTGAGGATTAGTAATATAATATAATAAAATAAAAATTTTTATAATCTATATAATTATAAGTTGACAATCTATGTAAAATTATATTTCCTTAAAGGAATGAAGAAATAATAGATACGACTTTTGGATATAGATATTACTATATCCAAACTTATTAATTTATATAAGAAAATCTTCATGGTTATATATTCTATTATAATAATATATATATATTCTCAATACCATTTTTATTTATTCTTTTTAGATAGTTTATAATTTAGAACATAATGCTTAATAATATTAAATGATTTTAAAAATTAGATTTATAATATAAATTATATTCCATAATATATGCTAATTGTGAAAAGGTTGGCTTTGCTAACATATTATATAGACTATATCCAAACTTATTAATTTATATAAGAAAATCTTCATGGTTATATATTCTATTATAATAATATATATATATTCTCAATACCATTTTTATTTATTCTTTTTAGATAGTTTATAATTTAGAACATAATGCTTAATAATATTAAATGATTTTAAAAATTAGATTTATAATATAAATTATATTCCATAATATATGCTAATTGTGAAAAGGTTGGCTTTGCTAACATATTATATAGTTGTTCATTTCCGATAATTCTATAGGATTGCATACTTCCGTTAATTTCATTAAATTTACTAACTTTTGATATATTAATAAATTTATTATTTACAATCCCTGTATGCAGAGTTATATCATCAAATTTATTAAGGATTATATCCCCATAATATACAGTATTATATAATAATTTACTTGTAAAATATATATTATTACTATCATGTATATCATTTATTTTATAGTAAATGATTATATTATTAACACCATCCTCCTGCACAGAAATAACGTTCCCTTCTTCACATTGCACGTATAAATGGAGTATATTAGAAGATCCAACATCACTAGGATATAACACTAATTTTTTATTAAACTCAGATTGTTTTAAATTATTATATTCCATTACATCATTTATATTCCAGCCATAATACTTTTCTGAATGACATATATCATGTACTATCAATCTAATAACATCTTTAGTATAATCATCACGTTTGTATATATTAATCCAAACATTTATCATTTGTCTTTGTAAATATTCTCTTAATATAGGGTTTAGTTTTTCTACATATTCTCCTTCTATATTTAGAATAGTAACCGTGTCAAGTGCATAATTAGGAGGTTGTATAGGAATAAATTTATCATTTAATATATTAATTAAAAGTGATACAAAGGGATATAATTTGGTTTCATATATATCAACAGCAAAATATTCTAGAATATTTAACATAGTCAGGACAAGAGACTTAAGTTCATCTCCTATTCCATATCGTTGAGTTAGGACGGCTAATTGTTCGACATATGTTAAATAATCAATCTCTTTCTTAGAAGATATTAATTCAGGTAGCTTCCCTAAAAAGAATAATGCTTTGGAAGTTTGGGAATCATCTTTTGAAGATGGAATATTAATAGTAAGCTCTCCATTTTGTATATCTTCTGGTATTAGAGGTAGTAATGAAAGTAATCCAGAAGATAGCCATTGAGGTACATCATAAGATCGTGATCCAACGTTAATTTTGGTAATGTAGTCCATTTTGTTATATAAAATAAAATAATTTTGGTGTGTGGTGGTATACATGGATTATAAAATATAAACTTTATAGGTATTAACATCAATATTATTTTAATAAAGACGTCTATTATGGAAACTCATAGACCGATATATATTATATTATATTATAATATAATATTATACATTCTGATAAATTATTATGATATCATAATCTCGAAAATGATATGATTCATTGGATGAATTATAATATGATATTGATATTAATACCTATAAACTTTATATTTTATAATCCATGTATACTATCCCATGAATATTTTCTTATGATAACTTATATAAATTAATAAGTTTTGATATGGTAATATCTATATCAAAATTTATATTTCATTATTTCTTTATTCCTTTAAGGAAATATAATTTTACATAGGTTGTCAACTTATAATTATATAGATTATATAGATTATAAAAATTTTTATTTTATTATATTATATTACCAATCCTCAATTTCTATAATTTTATATTTCCTTAAAGGAATAAAGAAATAATAAAATATAAATTTTGATATAGATATCACCATATCAATATTTATTAATTTATATAAGTTATCATAAGAAAACGTTCATGGGATAGTATACATGGATTATAAAATATATAAATAATGGACCATAATATTAATATCATATAAGTCATTAGTTATATAATATATCAAAATGAAAATGATTCTTGTGGTGAGCAGCTTAGTATAAGAAAAGATATAGAATCATTGGAAATGAGCAACTTTTCCCAATTAGAATATATTATAAATCTAATATGTGAAATTAATTGATTATTATATTAAATTTTTAATATAATTGTATTGAGAAATGAACGTAGTATATAATAAATTTGTCTCTTTGGGATTACACGATAGTTTTATGGAATTATTACATATGATTAAATCTGATATAGATTTTAATAATATTGATAGTATTTGGGATTATGTTCTTAATTATTATAATTTATTACAATTAGAGAATGAATATAAATTTTTAGCTAACAATGTAAATAATAAACTATCTTATGATTGTGGTGTATCTCATCCTATAGAAAATGAGAGCACTTGGAAAGCATACATACTACACAAAGTTTCAACTTTGTTAAAATCAGACCATAGAACTATCATGATCGCAGAAAAGAAGGTAGAATATATTAGTTCAAAATACAGGAGAAGAATGAAGAAAATTGGACGTAATATTAATTATAGGACCAGAGCATCAGAATATTCGACATTTAGAAGATTTTGTCATTTAGTTTGCACGGCATTAAATATTTATTCATATAAAGTTAATGAAATTGACGAATATCAAAATAATAAAACAGTATTTTACATTAGTAAAGATAAGTATGATAAGAGTAAAATTAGTTTAACGTCACTGGGTAAGGTGAGAAGAGTCCGAGATGAAAGATTATGTCATATTAAGAAAATCTCATATCTAGATAATAAACATCTAGAATTAACTAAAGTATTTTTATAAAAATGATTTTGTATTAATATATAATTATTAATTATGATTAATAATTATGGAATCACTATCTGATGATATATTATTTTATAATATTTGCTATTCCAATTATGATGTTGCCCTTATATTTAATAGATTATGTAAGAGATTTAATAAACTAAGCAAGGGTTATGGCAATGATAAACGCAATATAAAAGAATATTTTTTGGAATGTTGTAGTAGACAAATGGGAGATATAATTGTTAATATGTGGTATATCAAATTAACAGAAAATGTAAGAATAATAGAAAAGTATAGTAATAATAATCTTATAATTGAACGGGAAATTATTACATATATTGATAATAACAAAAACTTTCATAAATATGACTCTTGGCATAATAATGGAAATAAACATTGTCAATATTCCTACCATATTACAAAGGACAAATGGGGATATAAATTGAAAGATTATGAAGGAGATCATAATATGTGGTACGAAAATGGCAACAAATATCAAGAATGTTATTACGTCAATGGTATAAAAGAAGGAAGACAAATAAAATGGTACGAAAATGGAAATAAAAAGGAGAATTGTACATATAAGAATGGTGATTTAAATGAAAAATATGAATTTTGGCATGAAAATGGAGTTAAGGCCATTAATTGTTATTATAATAATGGAAAACTTAATGGTGAGTATAAATCTTGGTATGCCAATAAAAATAAGAAGACATATTGTAGATACATTAATGATACCATATATGGAAAATATAAATCTTGGTATTTTAGCGGTAATAAATTAGAAAGGTTTACTGTTAACGATGGCGGTCATTTTGATGGAAAATATCAACTATGGTACGAAAATGGTGGTAAAAATGAGAAATGTATATATAAGGATGGTAAATATCATGGGTTATATAAATCATGGTACGAATCAACATATAAGAATAAGAAGACGGGACAAGAACGAATTATTCGTTATTATAAAAATGGTAATAAAACAAAGACTATATTAAAACAATAATATTGCTTATAAACATCCAATATTTAAAATTGATTATTATATTATATTATAATATAATCTAGTTATAGAGATGGATATTATTCCTAATGAAATATTATATGAAATTTGTAAGGGTGATTATGAAACTACCTGTAAATTAATGATGTTAAATATATATTTTTATAAATTTATATCCGATCTTTTTGGTTCCAAATCTGAAAGAAGATTATATTTTTGCCAGAAAGTATTAATAGAATCTCCTACAAATATATCCATCTTTTACATTGATAAAATAACGAAAAAATATCAAGGAACATACACAGAATATAAAAACACGATGATTTTGTATCAAAATATTATTATATTAATTATAAGGATGGGAAGAAACATGGAAAATCAGAAAGTTATCATAGTAATGGAAATGTACATGTAGAACAATATCACAATAGTTTATATGACAATAAAATAGCAATTTATCATCCAAATAATAAAATGGAGTCTTTTTATTGTGGGAAAGAAAAGTCAAATAATGAAAAGCAGATATTCTATAGATTAAATGGATCAGTAATAGTAATTAAAAATATTATGTGTGGATTTGAGGAATGAGAATGGAAATATTGAAATAATATGTAATTACAAGGAAGGAAAATTGCATGGAAAATATGAAAAATGGTATATTTCAGGAGAAATATGTAAAAGAGGATTTTATAAAAATGATAAGAGAGATGGATTGTTCTTTAATTACCAAGGATTTGGAGGATTATTCACCACAAAAGAATATAAAGATGGAACCACAATATATGTATAATAATTGTCATATGATATAATAATATTTATATCATATAAATCATATTCCTTCATTGATTTAAAAAAATTATATTATATATTATAATTAATACTTATACCATATATTTAATATTTTTAATCATATATTAAATATGTAGATTATATAGTTAATATAATATATATTATTTGTTAATTAGAGATAAATATAACACAATAATTATGTGAAATTTTTTTAATGAAGGATATAAAATGGAGGATAATAACTATTCATACGATTCAGATGAGAATATAGATGACGATGACAGTGCATGCATATTTGATGAAGAGAATATACGTATTACGAATATTCAAGGAGTACTATATGTGATGAAAATGGGAAATGATATTAGTTTAAATCACGAAGCCAATATGTTGAGTAGATTGAATCATCCTAATATAATAAAATTTTATGGAATGTATGGGAAAGGAAACCAAAAACATTTATTATTAGAATATATGTATAGTGACCTATCTAAATATATAAATAATATGGGAAAACTTCAACCCTTATCTATAAAAAATTATATGTGGCAACTTTTAAGAGGAATACAGTATTGTCATAGCCAAGGGATAATACATAGAGATATTAAACCAGCAAATTTACTCATTGATACACAAGGACATATTAAACTTGCAGATTTTGGAAATGCCGTTATCTATCAAGGACCAAATTTTGATATGCCAATATCGGTTGGAACTTCTGGTTATACTCCGCCAGATGTTTTATTAGGTAACTCTAGATATGCCGGGGATATAGATATGTGGGGATTAGGTTGTGTTTTAGGTGAAATGTTAATAGGACAACCATTGCTTGATGTATCCGGTTGTGAATCCCAATATGAAGAAATGGCAAAAATATTTGATCTAATAGGTGTACCCAATCAAAATAATTCCTTATATTTCCAACAATTTCCATCGTACGCACAATATATGTCCATGTATTTACAATATCCAAGACCTGTTTCAGATAGTCTTGCTCTAATATTACAATTAGATGACGCCTCAAGAAATTTCCTTATTAAATTCTTGCAATACAGTCCTAGTTATAGAATATCTATTAATGATGCCTTAAATGATCCATATTTCAACGATTTTCCTTATAAATATTAAATTATATCTTTTTGATAAGGAAAACATGGAAAACTATATTGTATAATGATGTTATAAATAATACATATAACAAAATGAATTTTAGATTATCTATTATATTATTATAATATAAAAGAATAGATATAATAAATATCATGGAGGAAATTCCAGATGACATATTATATTATGAAATCTTACAACATTTAGATTATCAATCATATGTATTAATGACGTCTCTATCAAAAAGATATAATTTAATATGTAAGAGGATACCAAATGCAAAAGAATTATATTTACAGGAATACACCGACGAGAAAGAAGGATGTATCCAACGTTATATATGTGACAAGAAAACAAGATCAAAAGAGGGGAAATGTATAACAGAATGGAATTACTATGTATATCCGGAACGTAAATCCGAATATTTTACAGATAGACCATTAACTCATTCAATTTCTTATTATTCAAATAATAAGTTACAAGGAACATATAGATCATATTTCGATGATAATAAAATTGCGGAAGTTTATAATTATCATAATGGGGTAAAAAATGGATTATGTACACAATATTATTATACTGGGGAAATTTTTAGAACCGCATATTATAAAAATGGAAAATTAGAAGGATTGGAAATGAAATATGATGATGAAGGTAATCTAGTCTCCAGCACAGAATTTAAAAATGGATCAGAAAATGGATTAAGCAAATATTTCGCTCCCTATAGTTTAAATTATGTGGAATGTCAATATAAAAATGGAGTTAAAGATGGAATATATAAATGTTGGAATATTAGCTATCAAAAAGATACAATTAGTTCGGCCAGAAAATATAATATAAACCATTTAATACAAGAATGTATGTATAAAAATAATGAGTTACATGGAAAGTGTGTAAAATGGAATACTGTTAACTCCAATAAGTTAGTAAAGACTGAAGAAATGTATTATATTAATGGTAAACTCCATGGCCCATATCAAAGTTGGCATAATTTTTGTAAAAATGGTGAAGATGGTAATGGTAGGAGAAAAGTGATAACAATGTATAAGTATGGGGAAATACATGGATCCTATGATAGTTGGTATGTTAATGGCAAAAAAGAAATCGAAGCACATTATTCTGATGGGATATTAAATGGATCATATACAAGATTTTATGATAATGGACAGGTGAATATTAAATGTCATTATCTTGATGGTATATATCATGGCAATTATACTTCGTATCATAAAACAACAAAGAAGGTAATTGATGTAATTCATAAATGCATAGAATATAGAAATGGAGATATAATTGGTACATATCGAGAATATAATAAAGATGGGAAAATAATAATGGAAATAGAATATATAAATGGGATGAAACATGGAAAATTTACAAAATATTATGGATGCGAGAAGGATATAAAATGGATCGAATGTTATTATTATGAAGATATGTTACATGGAAGTTATAAAAAATATCATAAAGATGGTAAATTATGGAAACATATTATATATCATTTAGATAAAATTATATAGATTATATTAATTGATTATAGTAAATAATCAATTAAGTATTATAAGATGGAATTGATACCTTTAGATATTTGGATTAATGAAATATTACCAAGATTAACATATTCTTCTTGGTTATCATTATCAGAAAGTTGTAAATTTTTGTATTTTACATGTAGGAAAATAAAGAACCCAATTGACAAATATTTATTTGTCGAAGAAAAAACTCATAATATATCTTACCATCCCAAAGTAATATTTTATATAGATAAAAAATATGGCACTAAAGAAGGAAAATATACAGAAAGTATTGGGAATCATATAACTAAATTATCATATTATAAAAATGATATATTACATGGAAAATGTATTATAAGAGATATTGGTGGTTCATTAATGCATATTTGTAATTATATAAATGGTATGTTACATGGTAAATATATATCATTTTATAAGAAAGGAAATAAGAAAATGGAATGTGAATATAGAAATGATATGTTATGTGGACATTATATTAAATATTATGGAAATGGACTCAAAGAATATGAATGTGAATATAAAAATAATAAATTACATGGAAGATATATAAAATATACATCTGGTGAGAATATATTAGAAATATATAATTATAAAAAAGGAAAACTTAATGGAAAATGTACCAAATGGAGAAAAGATGGCAGCATACAACATCAAATTACATATAAGAATGACAAACTTTATAGTATATATACTATATGGAATAAATATAATAATATAATAGAAGAAGGAAGATATAAGAAAAAGAAGTTATGTGGTAAATATAGGAAATATATAGGATATGATGAATGGGAAGAAGGATATTATAAAGATGGAATTAGATTAAATTATATTCCACATATTATCTTATAAGAATATAAAATTGATTATTAATATGTATTATATTAATAATTATATTGAATGGAATCGATACCTTTAGATATTTGGATTAATGAAATATTACCAAGGTTAACATATTCTTCTTGGTTATCTTTATCAGAAAGTTGCAGATTTTTATATTCTATATGTAGAAGAATACGAAATCCAATAAGGATGTATTTAACTAGAAAATATGATGATAAACATTATAAATATGGATGGAAGCCAGAGAAAAGATATTATATTGGTAAACAATCTGGAATAAAGGAAGGTATGTATAAAGAATATAGAGATTCAGGAAAATTACTTTACGCATGCCAGTATCGCAATGGAATGAGATGGGGTAAGTATATCGAACGACGAGCTAATGGGTCGATATATATAGAATGTTCATATTATGGGGATATGTTACATGGTAAATATATTGAATATTATGATAAGAAATCATATATTCAACATATTAAAGTTAGTTGTTTATATTTAAATGGGATGTTATATAAAATATATGGGCAATGGAATGAAGATGGGGAGAAGATTGATCCACCAACATTTGAAAATCCACAATCAAAAAAAGTCGCACATGGATTAGAAGATATTAACATATAATAACTTTCTTTAGGATTTCCGAAGATGCTTATAAATCATAAAACTGCTATTAGCTAACTTTGAATTAATTGCCAGCGTATCCATTTTCCCACATGACTCTAATATATCTAATATTTGAATAAATCTATGCTCTGGTATATAATTACTTATAGATATCATATCATATTTATTCACAATATGCCGTATAAAATTTTCATTTCCAGACTTTAAAATAATTTCTCCTATGGAATTATATGTTTCTAATACTATATCTAAGTTATTTATATCCCCATCTCCAAATAAAGATTCTATAAATTTTAAGAATAGTTTATCATGCACCATAGATTTTCTAATTATATTCTTAACGATATGATATAATTTATCTGGATATGTACAATGAACAAATAATTTTATAACTTCACTTTCATTACTTAATAATTTAGATTTTAATACATCCGTTACTTTTCCTCCATTTACTATATAATCAGAAATATATACATATCCATCTTTAAGAATGTTTTTAATGTTATTATCTATTATATTTGATATATCTTCATTAGATTTCATATTAAAGAATGAAGAGAAAAAATTATCAAATATGAGATTAGATTTTATAATTTTCTGTTTATTAGTTATGAGATTTACTCTATTATGTTGTATGCAATATAAAACAATCTCCATTATAATATCAAGATTATACTCATCATCAAGAGATATAATACAAGAAATAACATTATTAATGGGATCCTTAATTTCTTCATCACTCTTTCCTAAGCGTAACATTTGCAATATTATTTCTTTTCTATCTTCTATTTCATTAATATATATAAATCCTTCCTTTGATGGATATAATTTATAATAATTATTAATTATATCTCCTATGTCCATATTCCAATTACATTTCTCACTATATGCAATTTTGGATAATATAAATTTCTTATATTCATCTGTATAAACATGGGTATATAAATGCATATTCTTTTTAACCATTCTTCCTAAACATCCAGAGGCATATTTATAATATTTTAATGGACACATATCATAATATTTTAATAATGTTAATATATCAGAAACCTTATACATACTATAGAATTTAGCATCGTCCGAGATAAAATGTCTTATTATGGACTTTCTAAAGATATCATTGTCGAACATAGACATAAAATATTTGTTAGTGAAAAATAAACTTCGTATTTCTTTATATGTCATACATTTCACAACTTCTAAAGTAATTTCTAAAGGTAATAATTCCATTATAATCTTCTTTATAGAAGTAAAATTGATTTGACAATCAATTTTATAAATTATAAAATTCTAATGTATAACAAGTTGGAAGATATCTACCATAAATACAAAGATGAGATGTTAAATAAAGAAAATATCTCTGCATTATTAATAGAATGTAGATCCGCTTACGAAAGAATGTTAGCACATATATGGGCCAATAGTAAAGGTATGAAACATAGTGCCTGTATATATAATGATTTTGCTGAAAATAGTTTATTTATATGTAAAGAATGCAAACGAGGCAGATATCAGGAAGATATTGATATGATAGAAGATTATTCTACTATCTCTGGATCCATTTATGGCTATTATTGGAGATGTAAAAAATGTGATAGTGTTCATATTAGTGAATATCCTGAGGAAGAAAGAACATATATTGTTAAAGATTTTTATAATTGTGTGGCCGTTGGATTTAATCTTCCAGAAAAGATAGGAAATAAAGTGGAAACTGATAGAACCAAAAAGAATAAATATATCGTTAACAGAAGAAAGAATGAAGAAGTGAAAGACTTAAGTAATGAAATTAATAGTACTTTCCGACACATAAATATTAAACATATTATACTAACCGAAGAAGAAAAAGACAAAATTAATGGATTACATATAATTGAATAAATTGATTATTTAATTAGATAATTCTATATTGTGATAATATAGAGTATATTGAAGATGTCAAAGAGAATTAACGATAGTGAAGGTAATTTGTTGATGTATGTGGATGATAGTGAATATCATTCTCTTTCTTATTTTTTCGATCTTCCTAATCTTAATATTGGATCAATGGAAAGAGGTGGAGTATGTAGAGCATTGTACTCTGTAATATTGAAGAGTTATAGTCAAAATGTAGTACAATATATTTGTAAATTATTTAGTAAAAATCCTAAAGCCACATGTATTATATATTATAGTCAGTTTAAAGATTTCTTTCCTTATATTATTGATCATATTCTTAATAGAATTAATTATAAGAAAGAATATCATTTATTAAGAAAACTTGTAGAGTTAGGAGATGATGTTAAGGTTGATAATGTAAATCTTACTTTTGTATCTAATAAACATTTATATACTCTAACTAATGATAAGGTTTTACATTCATATAAATTAGATAAAATTGAAGGAATGGAAGAGGAAGAAGAACATAAACATAATAGTATTTGGATAGATGAGAATCAATTAAAAGATATTAAAGGTTCTGATCTTAATATACATTTTCCTGTTTATGAAAAGATATTGGATATGGATTGTTATAATATTGGAAATTATAAATTATTTAATGTGGATGGTAAATGGAAGGTGTTATGGGGAGATTATACACCTATTGAACATTGTGAAAAATTATTCTCTCTTATTCAAATTTGCAATAATTAAAATTGATATTAATATTATAATTATATTATAATATTATTATATAAATGGATATATTACCTAACGAAACGATTTATGATATTTATTTTAATTTGCATCCTTCTGAATTATTAGCTATTTGCAATGTAAATAAATTTGTTAGAACTATATGTAATGATAATATATTTTGGAAGCAATATGTAAGAAAGAATTATTTTGTTTACACGATTCCATTAGATAAGAGTTATAAAGAGGTGGCGATATCATGTGAACGCATTTTAAAATCTTTATTTGATCATGAATTATATACTACAACAAGATTTTTAGAAATAGTTATTGATAGGTTACCAGAGAAGAAGATTATTGATACTTTGGATGATTTGTATCGGCAAGGATTAATTGATGTGGATCATTTATTGGATGAAGCAGGAGTTGATTTGAGTTATGTAGCGAGGGATAATTCAATAAATCTTCCAAAATTAGTGTTGAGAGATGAATATCCAAAGAGTTTATATGATATGAACTTTAGTCCTTCAGAGAAATTATATTATAATTATATTATGAGATATTGTAGTGTTCCCACTAAGTACTTTGTTCCAGGACCTCCAGGAAGTACAATTACTATTGATTATGATATTGATGCATATAAAGAAATTATAGAATTGGGATTTGAAACTTATGATTATGATGATAAATTTAATTTTTTAATATTAAATTCTATGATGGATTATGAGAAGATATTATATATAAGGTATTTCGGAATATATTAATTATAATTATGGACAACATTTTATAATATATTACATTTATAATTAATTAAAATTATAAATAAGATTTTTATAATATATTACATATAACAGAAGATTGGACGCTGCGTTTGCTATCATTGATAATAAGGCTTTATCACTTGTCATAATAAAATTTTTATGATATATTAGAATCCATGGATAATAATTTGTTCCTTAGTATACAATCCTTCATTAATAAGAAATTCCATGACGTTCGTTCTTTGATCACCACTTAACATTAAAATTTTATTTCCATCTTCATCATTCTTTATAGTTCCGGAACAATGAAATGATTTCTTCAATGCTTTATTTATCTTATCTATATCTAACTCTTTAACATAATTAGATAATCCATGTATCTCTGTTATGTAAGATTTTGCTTTTCTTTGATTTAGATGAATATGGATATTGGAGGTTCCATGTAACTCGTCATTTATTTCCTTTAATATATCTTTGAATTCCATTTTATTTATATTACTATGGCTAAATATTTATCAATTTAATTTTATAATCTCCTATAATTGTAAATCTTACTTCATTTTATATTATAAGAAGATAAAATCATAATATCTATATAGAAATGATATCATTCTTTTAAGGGAGTACAAAATTTTATCTTTCCCAACTTTGTAACTTATAGATTATAAAAATATTTTTTAATATGTCAATTATAAATTACAACTACATAAAAATAAAATTTATACTCCATTAAAAGAATGATATCATTTCTATATAGATATATAAAATTATCTGTGTAGTAGTACACATGATATAAATTTTATATTATATTTAGTACCTACTATCAATATCATATTCTTCTAATTATAACATATTTTATAACGAAATATAATAAATTAAGTTAAGTTCATATAATATTTAATAAATTGTGGTATAAATTCTCTTCATATAATACTTGGTAATATATATAAAGATAAAATAATAATCTAATTTAGGGTATAAGATTACCATATAAAATAATATTCATTAATTTACAAAAATGAAATAGAAAAGAAATTTTAGAAGAAATAAAGACACAAGTTCAAATTATAATATAAAATGTTAGCTATTTATGGTGGTAATGATAATGTATTTGTTGAGACTAAATTAACTCCTGAAGAATTATTAACTTTAATTCGTACACATGTTCCTTTCACTAATATTAATATTAAACCAAAAAGTACATCAGGTTCTGTCCTTTATCCAGAATCCAACAGCAATAAACTAGACAATAAAAATTATAGTGAGGAGGTCTTAGAAACTAGAAAAACTTACCCTAACCATCACAAATTATGGACCAAGGAAGATGAAAGAGACTTACTAAAATTATATAAAACCCATACCCTAGATTGTTTATGCAATCATTTTGGACGAAAACAAGAAGGAATTACTAGTAGAATTAACAAGTTATTAGGTGTTCGTTTCTTACCCAATAATGTTCTACCTAAAGATGGTAAAACTACCGTAGAAGATGCAGATTTACTAGCTGATGTATCCGAGCAAGAATCTTTGCCGGCACAACCGACCCCAGGATCAAACGTCGATAAAGCTATTTTAGATTTACTTTGTGGAAATGTTTCTAAAGTAGACCAACAAACTGAAGCAAAACCATTAGTACCAGAATTAAAGGAGACGGAAGTGGTACTTCAGAAACTATTAACTAACTACCATTACCAAGATATCATATCTAACCCCGATCATTATGCCGAAGTAGATCCTAAATTCGCAGAATACTTACGAGGTCTCGCCGGTAAAGACACTGAAAAGGGAGAACAAGGTAAAAACTTTCTTCTGGTACCAGTTAAACAGGAAGAGAAGGTCAATGTAGAAGAAGAAAAGCCTAAAAATTAAATGTAATAAAGATAAGTTTAATATTTATATTATTTATATTACTATAAATAATGTCTAGACCTATTTGTCCTTTTCCATCTGAAGGAGTGTATTATGCAGTTAATAATATTGGATCAAATACTCCTACTCCATCCACAGAGTTATCCATTGCAATATTAAATCCTTTTATGAATATTTCCTCTGTGATAGCGAATTATGAATCTATAGGATATCCTAATAATATAACTATAACCATTGTTCTACTAAATAATGTTGAAGATATGTCCCAAATAAATATTAATAGACCAGTAAATATAATTGGATATGTATCGGGATCTAGTCCCACCCCACCATCTTGGAACCTAACTGGAGATATAAATGTCAGAAGTAGCTTTTTAATTAGTGAAAATGTTATATTAAATATAAATGGATCTATTAATGGATTTAATTCTTGTATTAGTATATATAACATTAATCAAATATCACCGAGTACCCGATCTACAAACATTAGAGGAGACAATACCAAGACATTTATTAGGATAGATACAAATTCCACATTATTATCCTCTAACCTTAATATGAAGAATGGATATATTGATGTGTATGGATTATTAGATATCGCGGATGGTCGTACGATGATAAGTAGTAATAATGATTATAGTATTAAAATCAGAAAAGAAGGACGATTAAATGTGAAGAATGAGGAAATTATATATACTGGGAGTAAAATATTGTATGAAGTATATGGAGTGTTAAGAAGTAAGTGGACTACATATCGAGGTAAGGACAAGTTTACATTTCATAATTCTTATAGTCCCAATATAATGCATCAATATGATATATTGGAGATATCAGCTGATACATTTGATAGGGTTAATAATGATAGGAATAAGATACGATATATTTCTACGGTGTTATCGACAAACAGAGCACGTTCTGAATTAGTTAATGAATTGCGTGCCATATATAGTATATTATTGAATGATGGAGCTATTGTATCTAGTAAATAATATAGATTATATAATAACTTATACATTATATAATACTTTATACATTATATAATACTTTATACATTATATAATACTTTATACATTATATAATTATCTTTATAAATCACATAATAACTTATACATTATATAATTACTTAGAGTTATATAATTGTTAAATATAATCCAAATATGGTATTAATATTACATATATAAAAATATATAAATTTTATTTGATGTATACCACCCTTTGGAACTTCTATACAAAATTATACAATTTAGATGCAGTTACTACTATATTAAAATTGTTATATGTATTTTAATTTATTCTTTTATTACATTATATTTTTTTATTCTTATACAACTTTGTATAACATATAGTTTATAAAAAAATTTTATTATATATAATTATTAACTCCACAAAAATAAAAAATTATAATGTATTAAAAGAATAAATTAAATTACATATAACAATTTTAATATAGTAGTGATGTTATCTAAATTATATAATTTAGATAAAATTTTGTATAGAAGTTCCAAAGGGTGGTATACATCAAATAAAATTTATATATTTTTATATATGTACTATCAATACCATATTTTACTTTATATATCTGATTATCTCTTATATTTTTGTTCTATGGCGTACTATTCTTATTTTATAACTTCATATTCTTATTCTATAACTTTCTATTATAATCTCATCATAACTTATAATCCTATTCTATCATAATCTGATTCTATAATGTCACAATGCAACATCTACATCATAAAGAATAATGCACCAACAAAATTATACAGATTTATTATATAAATTATTACTATCATTTCTTTCTTACGTTTCAATATATCATAAATAATATAATTAAAACAAGATTATTCAATGGTATATAATATATATTATATATATTATATATATTATAAATATTATTTATGTAGAAATTCTATGGATAAATAAATTGATGGGATTATAATTTGTCTTTAATATTACACAATAAAGTAATGTGACAGATAAATTATTATTTGTAAGATTATAAGTATTTTTAAAATATAATAGATAACAAAAATGGAATATGATATAAATATATTACCAACTGAAATATTATCTATAATATTAGGTAATGGTTCATATGATGATTTGATTAATTATTGTTATTCGTCTAATAAAACATTACAATCCTGTGATACTCAATATGTTAGAAATACGATCATAAATAAATTTTTACCTTCCGGATCTAATTATAATCAATATTCATTTGAAGAATTGTTACAATTAGCAAAATTTAATATTATGCATGTTTTAGATTTATATAAATATGTATATTTAAATGATAAATTAGATGCAAATATGAGACTAGCAATAGAATTTATAAATACGGAAGCATATGCAAAAGGCATAATAGATACATATATCCTTCCTTTTATGATAGATGACAATTACGATATTCCGGTGAAATCGAATGGTGAATTAGATTGGTTGTTGCAACTTGGTATAAAAGATTTGATGTTATTATGTGGAATAATTTATCCTATTGATAGTTTATTAGATATTATTATAATGTATCCTGTGTCTAAAATTATATATAATTATAATATGAAGACCCTATTTTCTAGAATGTTTTGGACAAAAAGAAGTAAGGAGGATATTGTTGATGTATTGGAAAAATATTTATATCAAATGGATAATATATACGGACAATATTTTAGAAATAGGGCAGATAAGGATATAAGATGGGGTTCTGGACAGCTTGAGCTAAACGTTAAAAGTTTTTTATATTATTGTGTAAAATTTAATAGGGCAGATATACTAAATTATAAATTACCTGAAATAATTCCTAAATATCTAAATTCTTATAATATAAATAATATAATGAAAGATATATATAATAAATTTGGAAAAGATGTTCCGATACGTATGACAAATGTAATAAGAGAACTAATGGGATTACATGGTATTGGTGGTACTTATTCTGAGTTATATTCAGGCTATGTGGTTAATGGTGGTATAATTTTACCAGAAATAAAAAGTATATTTGAAACTATATATACCCCTGCTCATATAAATTATGCAAAGAATTGGTTTGAATCAAAAACTTTCCCAGTCAATTATATGAAATATTTGGGAATCGTCTTCCAAAGATAAATACTCAGCAAGATAATATTAGCAATATAATAAATATTAATAATAATATGCAATATTTAGAGCCAGTACAATATCTAAAATTGGTATCCTATGTTTTAGGGGACAATTACGATGATATATTATTTAGAAATTCACTACCTAATGATTTAGATACAGCAATACATTTACATTTTATTATTGATAGTGACAATATCTCCGCCATAAAAAGTATGATGCTTAAATATTATAATAATATATTAAAATTTAGATCTAATAATATGAAACAATTTAGAATTTTAATGAAGATAAAAGGACAAGTAGAGAACGAATTAAATATATCTAATAAAGTAAAATTGGAAATTTCCCAAAAATTATTGAATAACGATATATCCCATAATAAATGGTATTATATATTATTAAATAAAGATATTAATCATGCTAAGGAAGAACTACAACATTTAAATGGGCAAAGGTATATTCCTAATTAGAATATGTATTATGTCTATTTTATATACTAAACAAAGAAATAAACGACGACAAACACATATTATAAATATGTATATTTTTACTTAAAGAATACATATACATGAAGCTTTTGTTCATGATTAGTATTAACTAGTATATATATATAATAAGTTTGTAGCTTTAAGTTATTCTATTAATGTATAATATAATCATAAGATAATTAAACACTAAATTACCTTAATATAATTTTATCGTTTACAATATATAAAATTGTTATTATAGTATTCATTATATAATAAAATTATATAATGTCATGTAACAACATAAAACTAAAGTTATCCTCATTCTATTATATATTATATATAATATATAACGAATTATTATATATAATATATATAATAAGGAATGAACGACTTAGAAATAATATAATCAAATATTTACTATTTTCATTTGTATATAGTATTACCTGTATCTATTATCATCATTTAATAATAATAGTTATCTTTGTCTTAATATGTATATCGAAATTGGATTAATTGTTAATGTAACGATTATAAGATTCATCACACCAACAATTTATAAGTTGACATCATCTCCAAAAATTTTTTGCAACTTATAATTTCTTGTCTTCAAAATTTTTGCAACTTATAATTTCTTGTCTTCAAAATTTTTATAACTTTATAATTTCTCATCTTCAAAAAATTTTTACAACTTATAATTTCTCATCTCCAAAATTTTTTATAACTTTACAATTTCTCATCTCCAAAATTTTTTATAACTTTATAATTTCCCATCTTCAGAAATTTTTTATAACTTTATAATTTCCCATCTTCAGAAATTTTTTACAACTTATAATTTCTCATCTCCAAAATTTTTTATAACTTTATAATTTCCCATCTTCAGAAATTTTTTACAACTTATAATTTCTCATCTCCAAAATTTTTATAACTTTATAATTTTCCATCTTCAGAAATTTTTATAACTTTATAATTTCTCATCTTCAAAAATTTTTATAACTTTATAATTTCTCATCTTCAGAAATTTTTTATAACTTATAATTTCTCATCTCCAAAATTTTTTATAACTTTATAATTTCTCATCTTCAAAAATTTTTTATAACTTATAATTTTACTTTGTCGTTCCCAAATATTGAAAATTTCCATTCCATAATTACAAAACGATAATAAATTTTATATTATAATGCGTATAAATTAAGTTGCCTATAACACATACTAAATTTTGTATTTCTTTCTAGTTTGTATTTATATTGCATAATATGTACATGACTACTTTTATTATTGAAATTAATATTATAAATTATATATTTTATAGATGTAAAAATATCATATTTAAAATATATATTTATTTCATATTTGATAACTTATGGAAATGAATAGTTTCCCATACATCTCTTCTTATTAAGGAAAATAAATCTTTAAGCAATTATTTCTGTAAAGTATATAATTATAAAATTGATATGGTATATATAAATTGTTTTACTGATAAATTATATAATGTTAGAAATTAAGAACGATAGAGATGAAATGATCACCACAATAAATAAACAAGATCAAGATCTATTACTTTCCAAAGTTTTAATATTTGCTCTACAAGGATCTGATATACAAGTATCTGATTGCTATTGCGATAATATACAGAATTCCAAGATTGCTTTACATACCTTCTTATCCTTATTACATAAAGAAAACATAGAATATAATGGAGAACAGTTATATCATGCTATTAAATTAATGTCTGGATTATGTCCTGATCTTGATCTACATGATATTATTTTCATAAAGAAGATTATGGAGAAATATCATAGCATTGATATATTAAAAGAATATTGTTCTTGGATGTTCAATAAATATCATTCCGTGCTTATAGATGAATATAAATATATGAATAATAACAATTTATTTGACAGAATAATTAAACTTGCTAGAATTGATGCTGTCTGCTATTATTATAAAGATGTATTTATTCAAGGTGAGTATGGTACAATAAATTTTACAAATATAAAGACTGGAAATTATGGAAGTTACCACGCATATGAATATGAAAATTGGTCTTCTGTTGATGATTATAATTTCTATTTCCAAGATGGCGACCTACATATAGAAATTTTAATTTCTCGATCTAAATGTAAACTTAGATTTAAATTACTATTTATAGACTCCATATTACCTGTAGTAGTACCCCTAACGATGGATAATGAAAATATAGAACACATACATTTTCATAATATATCGATGCCGTTTGATGATCATGAATTAATAGTTGAAGACGGAGATGATAATATATACGAAGATAAAGTTTATAATGTACAATATAAGATGTCTATCTTTATAACGAATGATATTATAGTTAAATTTGATATTAGCAATAATTTAGTTCAGGTATTCAAAATTATATAAAACTAATTTATGATATTATAATAAGCGAAGATATTCAATATTTATGATCAAAAAGAAATTTTTGGTAACTTAAATTATTACTTTCTATAACTTATAATCTCGTATTATAACTTATAATTACTTTCTATAAATCTATAATCTCTTATAATTATATAAACAGAATGTAAAATGGTATTAATATTACCCTATAAAAATTATATATTTATGATTTCATGTGTACCACCACATGAGAGTTTCGCGTGGCATATGTTTAATTTGATAATATAATATAAATTTTTATCGTTTATTTATATAATTATAACTAATATACAAGATAGGGAAGTTATTACTTCATCCTCTTATCAGTAAAAATAAGTATATATTATAAAATTGATATTATATAAATAATTTATGATTTGTTAAGTTATAATGTTTGAAGTTAAGAACGAAAGAAATGAAATTATTTCATTAATTGATAAATTCGATCGACATCTATTAGTTACTAGAGTTCCCATATTCTCTCTAGAAAAATGTAATCTACAAATAGCTGATTTCTATTGTGGTAATATACAGAATTCTAAAATTGCTTTACATACCTTCTTATGCTTATTACATAAGGATGAAATGGGTTATAATAAACATAATTTATGTCATGCAATTAAATTAATGTCCGCATTGTGTCCAGAACTTTATCCACATGATATCATGTTCATAAAGAAGATTATGGATAAATATGATAATATTAATATATTAAGAGAACATTGTCCTTGGATGTTTGATACATATCATTCTGTTTTCATAGATCATTATAAATATAGTGATAATAAATTTATATTTGATAGGATGATGAAAGATACAAGAACCGATGGAATATGTTATTATTATAAGGATACCTTTATTCAATATGAACATGGCAAAATACATCTTATAAATATAAAAACTGAAACTTGTACTAGTTATGATACTTGTGTAAACTGGTGTTATCTTGATGATCAAAATTTTTATTTCGAAGATGACGCCTTACATATTGAAATTAAAAGTTTTCAATCCAAGTCTAAATTTAGATTTAAGTTTGTATTTATAGATGAAACACTACCTATAGTTATACCTTTACCATTATTTATTAATGATAATAAAAATATAGAACATATATTATTTACTAATACATCAAAGTTATCAAATGAACATGAATTAATCGTTGAACATGGGGATAATATTATCTATAAAGATAAAGTTTGTAATGTTGCATACAATAAATCAATATTTCTTACCAATAATATTATAGTTAAATTTGATATAGTAAAAAATTCGGTTCAAATATTTAAAATTATATAGACATTGTTATAGAATATAATAAGGATTCTTATTATATTAATAAACTCTCTCAAATTTTTATTATGTTTATCTTACATAAATATAATAATATTTTATAACTTATAATTATATAAAGAGAATATAAAAGGCTATTGATGTTACCCTATAAAAATTATATATTTATGATTTCATGTGTATCACCACATGAATGTTTTCCTTTATATTTTATAATTACTATATAGAAATTATACATATTAATTTATATATCAAAAATGGTCCTCTAAATTTTAGGTTGTCCTTTTAAGGAGTTACAAAAATTATTCTTTATAGAATTATATAATATATAGTTTATAAAAAATTTTTATTATATATAATTATAAACTCTAGGTTTACAAAAATTATTTTTTTTGTAACTCCTTAAAAGGATAATCTAAAATCAAGAAGATCATTTTAGATATAGAAATTAATATGTATAATTTCTATATAGTAACTATAAAATATCAAAAAAATTCTCTGTGTGGTGATACGCATGACTTAATAAATGTGTAATTTTATATCTTAATATTAATACTATTTTATCTTGTACTTATACAATTACATATAATATTTTCATTATATAGCATTAAAAAGTTTGTTATATGCTACTAAACTTATATAATATAATAATGTGAAACCTTAATGTAAACTTATATAACGATGATAAGTTAAGATATAATATTATCTATATTAATTAATATAAATAATATATTTTCTTTTTATATTAAATATGTATTAAATTTAATATACATATTATGATATTAGATAAGATAAAATATATGTCTCGACATTTAAAACTGTATAAATTGATTTATTTATTAGAAAAATTAGATATATGATTACCAATGTATACCATTACAAACGAGAATAATATAGTAATTGCAGAAATTACTCAAACGGATTATGATTTATTACTTTCCAAGGTTCCAATCTTTAACCTAGAAGGATGTAATGTTCAAATATCCGATTCCTACTGCGGGAATGTTGATAACTCCAAAATTGCCTTACATTACTTATTATCTCTTTTAAACAGAGAAGACATTGACTATGTTAAAGATGACATTAAACATGTTATTAAATTACTATCTGCATTGTGTCCAGAACTCACATGCGAGGATATAATCCATATCAAAAAAATTATGAACAAATATGATAAATTGAATATCTTAAGGAATAAATGTCATTGGATGTTCATCAAATATCATGCCATAGAAATAGAAGAACATCCTTATAGTTGGACCAATGACATGGTATCCGTCTATGGGATATATTATTATAAGGATACTTTCATTAGCTCTTGGCGCAATGTAATGTACTTTAAGAATGCCAAGACCGGAAAAGAAAAGAAACTAATCTTCCAAAGTCATGATTCGATGAAAGATCAAAATTATTATTTTATTGAAGATCAATTATGTTTGGAAAAGAAATATGTATCAGGTCAGTCTGAACATTATAAATTTTATTTTAATGGTGACAATTTACCTGAAGTCACGACATTTATCAACAATAAAGAATTAAGCTACATAAGAGATGTTGTTTGTACAATGAGTTTATGTAATTTTTCTCTTAAAGATAGGGATGGGGATGTCTTGTATGAAAAGAAAATGAATCCATGTAATGAAACTATTGCATATAATAATAATATCATCATACGATTTGATAAGTCAGAAGGATTCACTAAAATTATTAAAATTATTTAAAATTGAAATTCATTACTATGTTATAATATAGTAATGTCGTACAATTATGTTTATTTTGTTATAATAGAATAGAATGAGATAAAATGTTTGTAATTGTATAATAATGAGATAAAGTGGTATTAATATTATGATATAAAAATTGTATATTTCTTATTTTATGTGTACCATCACATCGTTTTTATTTACTAATCACAAACTAACGATGATAATAAATATACCATAACTTTAATATAGATATTATGATATCTAAATTTTAAATCACATATACTATTTTCAGGTGTAGTAGTACACATAGAATAAGAAATATAGAATTTTTATATCATAATACTAATGCCATTTTATCTCATTATTATATAAATTTATCTACAACTCATAATTTATGACAACTCATAATTTATTACGACTTATAAATTATTACAACTTATAAATTATAATAGTTTAGAAATTATTACAACTTATAAATTATAATAGTTTAGAAATTATTACAACCTATAAAATTGATTATATAGATAAATTTATAATGTTAATAAGTTATATAATGTTTGAAGTTAAAAACGAAAAGGAAGAAACAATCACCATAATTAATCAACGTGATTATGATCTCTTAATGTGTAAAATACCAATCTTTAGTTTAGAGGGATGTAATGTTCAAATATCCGATACATATTGTGGCAATATACAAAATTCCAAGCTTGCGTTACATATATTCTTATCTATATTAAATAATCAACATACAAAATATAGTAAGGATGATCTATCTAATACAATTAAGTTAATGTCTGGATTATGCCCAGATCTAAATTATAATGATATAATTTACATTAAGAAGGTTATGTATGAATATGATACTATCTTTTTATTAAAGGAATATTGTTTATGGTTATTTAGTACATATCATTGTATATCCATAGCTAAATATAAATATAGTGATAATAAATCTTTCTTTGACATAATAATTAAAAATGCAATGACGAATGAGATATGCTATTATCATAAAGGTACATTTATACGGTTTGAAAATGGTTACGTCCAATTTTTAAATATAAAAACCCAAGAATATGGAACCTATGATACTTATCAATTTATGAATTGGTGCTATCTTGATGATTGTAATTTTTATTTTCAAGATGATCATCTTCATATAGAAATTAAAAGTTTCCGCTCTAAATGTAAGTTTCATTTTAAATTAGTGTTTGTGGATGATATGTTACCTATAGTAATACCAATATCTAATTATAATAATGAAATACCACATATACATTATTCCAATACAACACGTTTAGCCTATGATAACAAATTAATGGTGGAAGATGATAATGGCAATATTATATACAATGATAAGGTTTGTAATGTGAATTATCAAAAATCTATATTCCTCACCAATGATATAATAGTTAAAATTGATAAGACAAACGATTTAGTTGAAGTATTTAAAATTATATGAAATATTTAATTGAATTTAATTATATAAATTCATAAATAAAATGGAGTTCATTCCACGGGAAATAATTTGTTATATAATATCATATATAACAACCATAAGAGACATATATGCAGTAAATAGGTCATGTAAGTTATTATCGCGTATAACTAATGAATGTGTGCATACATTATATTGGGATGATAAATATAATAATATAAATATATTATGTTTTAATAATTTACAGGTTATAGACAATATAAATTTACATTTGTCTCATGATATATTACATTTTTTGTCTCTTAAAAAATTAAAATATGCATATTTTACATTTCCCACAGATACAATGAATTATTGTGGCGAATTTTATGATTCCGTTTATCAATATTTGTCTGCACATAATATTGATTATCGGAATGCGGATATTACGTTTGGGTGTGTATGGTATGCTGAAGCAATAGATATAAGTGATACTATCTTAATTTATGATGGAATGTTATGTTTTCATAATTGGGCATGGGATAAGAGTATGAAGATATTAAATTGGGGTATTGAAAATATATCAATTAAGGAAATATATATAGATGCTGAGGTGGTCGATGATAAAAATTTAGATAATAGTATATTGAAGTGGCTAAAAAATAATAAAATAAAGGAGATTAAATATCATAAGGATAAAAATGCTGTAAATTGTATAGTATTAAATAGAGATGGATATTAGAAATATGTAATAAAATAAAAGAGAGCAATTAAAAAATAATGTGATAAAAAAGAAGAGGAGATAAAATGGAAGAATTTATACAAGATCCCCCAGAAGAGATATATTATACAACAAATTATGCACAGCCAAATGTTGTCTTTCCAGCGACAGTCAATGTTCCTATAGTTCCAGTGGTTGAGCAACAACCATTACCGGCGTATTATAATGGACAACTACCATTCTATCCAGTTATACCACGCTAATGTTATCATATCCTTGATATTATATGTAATATCAAAGATTTATAATATAGTTATCGAATTACTAATATGATTGATTCTTATATAACAATATATTATGATCAATGTATAGGTACACATAAATTAAAATTATATCACTTAATTCATGTAGTTCTAATGATATTTTTACTAAATTATATAATTTTTATATTATATAATGTAGTTGGTCTGTTAACGAAGATACACAAACCCCCAATAATTTTAATTAAATGATTTTATAATTAAACCTTAAATATTATATAACATGAATTTATATAATATTACTGATGATATCTTATATGATATTTGCTATCATAATATTAGAACATATAAAGTGTTCAATATATTATGTAAGAAATTTAATGAAATATCTAAATGGAGGGACGCTAGTAAATATTTTTATAAGAATATCTCTTATATATCATATAATCAAAAATATAATTTGTCTCTTACCGTCTGCAACACAACCACAAGAGGAAATCATAAAAATTATAAGAAGGAGGGATTATGTATAACACACACCAATACAGGAAATATAGTTAAAACGTTGATGTATAGAAATGGATACTTGCATGGAAAATATATGAAATATTATGTATCAAATAATACAATTAAAATACAAAGAAATTATAAGAATGGTAAAAAGGATGGAAATGAAATTTACTACTTTGATGATGGAAGGATAGCAAAAAATTGTGAATATAAGGACGGAAAATTAAATGGAAAGTATATATGTTATAGTATAGATGACAATAGGGGAATTACTATACAATATAATTATGTAAATGGAAAGAAGGAAGGAAGATGTATAAAAAGAAAATATATTAATAAGGAAATTAGATATATTAAGGAGTGTGAATATAAAGATGGAATAAAGGAAGGAAAATATATGAAAACAGAATATATTGGGAATAGAATTAACATTATATCATGCACTTATAGAGATAACAAAAAGAATGGTAAATACTATATATTAGAGATTGATGATATTAAAGGATATGAGATATATAAAGGTAAATATTGTTATTACACGAATGATTGTAAAGTTAGTCAATATAAGGATGTAACTATATTTACAAATGGAGGAAAGAATATTAATTTATATACCTTACAATAAGTATATAAATATAATACTTATAATTACTATCTAGTAATTATAAAAATTACTAACATTAGCACTATTTTATATTATGGTAATAATATAGCTGATATTAAAGTATATTTAACAAATACTATCCTGATTATTGTATAGAGTATGTCTGTAATATATAAAAAGAAAGGGATATGCATTGTATAAACTGCTACGATGAATTATACTATAAGATTTTACTTCTAAGATCCTTGATACATTATTAATATATAATTATAATTTATCTTATATAAGGTAAAATGGATAATACAATATCTGACATACCCAATGAAATCTTAGCTATTATATTAGGTAATGGTTCATATGAGGATTTAATTAAATATTGTTATTCCTCTAATAAAACATTACAATCATGTAATACTAACTATGTTAGAAATACGATAATAGATAAATTTCTTCCACCAGGATTAGATTATAGTAGATATACTATAGAAGAATTATTACAGTTAGGAAAGTTTAACGCTATGCATTGCGTAGATTTATATTTATATGTAAATACCTCAGATGTCAATGATGAGAATAATAGGTTAGCATCAACATTATTAGGATCTGAGGCATATAAGAAAGCCATAATAAATATCTATGTTCTACCATTTATGAAGGATGATAATTATAAAACGATTAACGATAATAATGGAAGTATGGATTGGTTATTAGGTGTAAAAATAGATGAGCTTATAAAATTATGTGGAATATTATATCCTATAGATAGTTTATTAGATATTATTAATGTATATGATAACCAGGAAGTATCTTATAAATTATTTGATTTATTTTCTAGAATGTTTCAGACTAATAGAAGCAAGGAAGATATTGTATCTATCTTCGAAAAATATGTGAAAACTATGATAGGAAAGTACGACCAATATTTTTACAATCGTCTATCTAACATAAGTATTTTGTTCTCTGGTAATTTGGATAATTTTATCCATTTTTGTATAAAATTTAATAGAGAAGATATAATAAATTATAAAATATTACAAATTACAAAAGAATATGTAGCAAAATATAATATGAGGAATGATTTAATGAGAATTTATGACAAATTTACATCTTATAATTATATAGAAATGTCTGATATAGTTAAAGAATTCATGAAGTATGGACCAGGAGGAGTATATAGTCAATTATACTCCGGATATATTGTACATGGGGGAACTATAACTAAAGAAATAAAAAATATATTTTCAAATCCAGATTACGCGGGAGACTGGTTTAAATATACAGATTTTACATCACAGTTATATGAGATAGTTAAGGATTATCTTCCCAACAAGGCATTTGATTACTCATATATAGCAAACCTTATAAACATGGGAGTAGACAATTCTAGCTTAGATTATATAAGGTTAGTAACCTATGTGTTAGGGGAATCATATGATAATGTTACATTTACAAATGCTTTACCTAATGGTCACTCAGTGCCAGATTATTTGTATTTTATACTTGAAAGTAATAATATGATAGCAATAAAAAGTATATTCAATAAATATTATCCTGATGTCTTTGTATTTAATAGTCCATATATTAATGAATTTAGAAAATTATTATTCTTGAAAGAAGAAATATATAAGGAGAGGGATGTAACTGGAAATATAAGATCAAATGATTATCTACAATATATAAATACTTTAAAATTTTATAATAAATTATATTGTAGATTATTATATGAGGATATTGAAAGAATTAATTCCCTATTATATAATTTATAATCCCATATGATACTATAATTTTATCTTGTAGAAGATAAAATGGATAACACTATGAATGATTTACCCAATGAAATCTTAGCTATTATATTGGGTAATGGTTCATATGAAGATTTAATTAAATATTGTTACTCATCAAATAAAACATTACAATCATGTAATACTAACTATGTTAGAAATACGATAATAAATAAATTTCTTCCACCAGGATTGGATTATAGACGATATAGCATGGAGGAGATATTGCAGTTAGGAAAATTTAATGCTATGCATTGCATAGATTTATATTTATATGTAAATACCTCAAATGTCAATGATAAGAATAATAGGTTAGCATCGACCTTACTAGGATCTGAGGCATATAAGAAAGCTATAATAAATATCTATATTTTATCATTTATGAAGGATGATAACTATAATATAATTAATCCTTATAATAACAATTTAGAATGGTTATTGGGATTGGACATAGAAAATTTAATAAAATTATGTGGAATATTATATCCTATTGATAGTTTATTAGATATCATGGATATATATGGAAATTCACAATATACGATAAGTCATATATTTTCTAGGATATTTTGGACCAATAGAAGTAAGAATGACATAGTTGATATATTTGAAAAATATGTAAAAATGGTTAGCAAAAATCATGATACATATATGGATACAGTTTTTGGTAATTTGGAAACATTTATTCATTATTGCATAAAATTTAATAGAGAAGATATAATAAATTATAAAATAATGGATATATTTAATAAATACCTATCAAAATATGATATAAAGAATGATTTAACGTATATTTATAAAAAATTTAATGGAAAAAAGATGAAACTCAGTGATGTAGTTGAATACCTTATGAATATAAAGTCAAATGGAGGAACATATTCTGAAATATATTCAGGATATATCGTACATGGGGGAACTATAACTAAAGAAATAAAAAATACGTTTTCTAATACTCAGGTGATGGAAGATTGGTTTGATCTTACAAACTTTCCATCTCAATTATATAATATAACTAACACATATCTTCCAGATGAAGCACTTGATTATTCAAATATTCACAATATCATAAATATTGGAACAAGAGGTCGATCATTAGATTATATAAAGGTGATAAGCTATGTGTTGGGAGAAGCATATGATAATAATGTTTTTGCTAATGCATTACCTGATGGTAATGGAGCTCCTAATAGATTATCATTTATTGCATATAGTAATAATGTGGCTGCTATTAAAAGTATATTTAATAAATACTATCCTACTTATTTTATGAGGGATGTAGTAAATGTTAGTCAATTTAGAAAATTATTATCCTTGAAAGAAGAAATATATAAGGAAAGAGGTACAAACGAAAATGGGGGATTATCAGATTATAACGAATATGCTAATCGACTAAGATTTTATAATAAATTGTATTATAGATTACTTTATAAAGATATAGATAATATTATTCCAATGTTACCAAATTCACCAACCAATATATAATTATAATTTACCCAATGAAATCTTAGCTATTATATTGGGTAATGGTTCATATGAAGATTTAATTAAATATTGTTACTCATCAAATAAAACATTACAATCATGTAATACCAATTATATTAGGAATACAATAATAGATAAATTTTTACCACCACGATTAGATTATAGACAATATACTATAGAAGAATTATTTCAATTGGGAAAATTTTATAATATGCATGTGCTGGACCTTTATTTACATATAAAATCTTATGAAGATAGATTAGCAGAGAAATTTATAAATTCTTATATTCTACCATTTATGATAGATGATAATTATGATAAAATTGATGAAAGTGATACGAGATTAAATTGGTTATTAGATTTAAATACAGATAGTATTATGTTATTATGTGGATTAATGTATCCTATTGACAGTTTATTAGATATTATTGTATTATATCCAACAGCATCAAGTAAAAGTTACTTTAAATTAGATAATATATTTTCAAGAATGTTTTGGACTAAAAGAAGTAAGGAGGATATTGTCGCAGTTTATAGAAAATAATTATATATCTCTTACATAATAAATAATATAATTTTAATTATATTATTTATATATCTATACAACAATAGAACTTCTATTTATAATAGCATTTAATTCTTCTTGTATATTCAAGTTTGTTCCATTACAATTCATCATTTCTTTATTAATTATCATAGTTATTACTAATTTATCGATAACTTTCTTAACAGTATTTACATCATATATAGTAGTCTTCATATAGTCAATACCTAATTCCTTGGCAACTGATGCCGCATAGCCATCATCAGCCATAACATGTAAACTATTAACATTAACTTTACCAATAGTATCAGATTTATGTCCAACTAATATAACTGGAGTGTTTGGATTATGAAATTTAACTTCATTATGCCAATATTGAATTGCATTATCTAAAGTTTTCTCATCTTCAAAGTTAAATAATATAAGAATACCATCTGCATTCCTATAAAATTGGCTTGTTAGGGATCTAAAACGTTCACTGCCTGCCGTATCCCAAAACATTAGTTTATATAAACCATTGGCACCTCGATAATTTGCACTGTATAAAGAATTTGTCAGTGTTGGTGGATATTTTTCACTTCTTTCGGGATAACAATATTTATTAAGGAATGAGGTTTTGCCAACTGCAGTATCTCCAATAACAACTATTTTATATGTTCTCTCAATTTGTATTTGTTTATGACATTTTAATTTAATAGTTGATTCTATTTCAATATCGTTTTTACTATTACCACATCCCATTTCTAACTCAACATTAGATAATAAAATATTTAATTAATCATTTTCTCCAAGTCATTCATAAGTTTTCTACATATATCAATATCTTCGATCATTATAGATAGTAATATTTTATTCTTTATTCTATTAAAGCTTCTAACTCCAGAACCTGCATTATTATCGTCAAAGAATTTACTTTTATCAAAACTTGGAAACTTTGATGTTATATTATTATAAGTTGAAAATATGATTTCTGAAGAATAATAATCTATTGTATAATTTAAAAGCATATATAATGCATTTTCGTCTATTAAATTTGTATATTTATACTGTAAGAATATCCATAAATGTTTAAATACATATCCCGTTTCATCTAACAATTTATTTAATAAAAACCGAATATTATTCATGTTTATATCTTTTCGTAATATATACCCACATGTAAAATAATACATAAAATTTTCCTTATGTTTATATATATTAAATACTCCATATAGGAATCTATTATCTACTATGGTACCAATATAAAAATATATATTATTAATTTTATGTTTAAATTTATTATAAAACATCTCTGGATTAGAGTATAATAACATTAATAATGGATAATTTAAAAGTTTATCATCTATTTGAAATATATCACCGTCGTTCATAATATAATGAGACAAAGGGTTTCGTAAGACGGGATTATCATTTAAAGTATATTTTCCCAATATTGAAAGCAATGGATGATTATGTGAGAATAAATAATCTCTATCTATAAGACCAACACTAATTCCTTTCTCTATAAAATCTTTTGTTATACATTTAAAAGATAAACTTTTACATGATTGAAGACTAAAAAAATATTTACCTAAAATATTTACAACATCGCCTCGATGCTCAGAATTATTACGTATTATTTTAACAACTTTATATAATAAACTATCCATATATTCATCATTAGGATGGATAGTATAAAATATATCCGTATATTCATCATCCCCTATATAATTTAGCTTATTGCAATTAGGAAAATAATATTTAGATAACCATAATTTCCAATCGTATTCTTTTATTATATTATGGAAGTATTTATTTATATAACTGCAGGAGGTTATGAATCTTGGACATGTGAATCCAAATATTGTATACCATAATTCCTTTATTTGTATTAGTTCCATATAATTTATATAATAAATATTATTTATAATATATAATCACTTTTATGTTTTATATATAGATAATATGATAATTTATTTATCTAGATAAATTGTGTACAAGTAAGAAATTGTTCCATGTATACCACCCTATGAAATATATTTTATATGATTTTGTCTATATAATGTTAGTGCCATATTCTTCTTATAATTTATATTTATAACCTTAATACCAACGACAATGAGGACTAATATAATGTAACATTACAAGAAGAATATGGGACTAACATTATATAGACAAAATCATATAAGATGTATTTCATAAGGTTGATGATATACAGGAAGTTATAAAAATTATTTTAAACTATAAGTATTTATGAAATTTTGTTCCTTCTTTATCTTTTATCTTATAATTATAAGATAAAAATAGTATAGATACAGTGTATCAATTTTCTATAATTTTAATTTCATGGATACCTATACATGAAATTTCCAATGGCAACTATTAAACAATCTATTTGTAGAAATAAACTTTTATATGAGTATTACATCATCATATTTTATTGATTTATTTCATTATATGTTACATTAAAGTTTTATGTATAGGTATCCATGAAATTAAAATTATAAAAAATTAATATATTGACATCTATACCATTTTTATAACTTTATATAAATATTTTTATAACTATCCCCTAAAATTATTTTTATAACTATCTCTTCTAAAATAATTTTTATAACTAATCTCTTATAAATATATTAGAGAAAGTTTATATCATACTTCAACTTTATATATTATAATAAATATATAATTGATGGTATTTATTCATACGGATAAAATTATAGAATATTTTAATAATCCTTATGCAATTACTTAACATAATATTTCATGAAGTTAGCTAATCTAGTATATCCTAAATCTTTTGCTAATTGAACCGTTCCTTCATTAGGATATACACCATTTCTAATGAATTCCGTAATCGCATTCATATCATTATTATTTATAGCATCCTCCATCTTAATATTAACTTCAATATCACTATACGGAACTTCTCTAACAAACTTATCCAAATTAGATAACATATATCCTCCCATATTGTTTGGTATTTTTTGACCATAATATTTTTCATATTTTTCAACAATTTTAGGAATAGCATAAACATTTGCACCTCTGTCTAATATAAAATTAATAATCCCAATATCTCCATTATCATACGCATTAATCAATATATTATCTTTATCTTCTTGACTTAGATCTCCAAAATTCTCAATTAGAAAAGTAACAAACCTGAAATCTGGTCTATCAGAATTTAAGTTATCTACAATGAATTTCCTATAATCTGCGTCAGTAATCTTAGATAAGTATAATATGGAGTTATAATATTTGTTACTCAATGCAATTTTCATCATATCTTCATATAATTCCACATTAGATCCATCTTCCATATTATATATGTAATTCATAATATTTATATCTTCATTCACAACCGCCTGGTAAAATATATCTCTATTATAAATAAGATTGTTCTTTATAGCATAATCAAAATATTTAAACAATATTTTATTATCCGATAAACTTAAGCTTTTACATACAGCGTACAATCTACTAATATTTATAGGAACATCATCATTATTATTAATTGCATAATTTTTTCCAGCGATATATCCATATACTTGAGGATTTACCTGTAATATACTATTTATATCGGAACGACTGAGCGATGGAATATATTTTAACAGTCTAAATGTTACACTTAGATTAAATCGCAAAAATTGATTATTAAGTATATTATTAACAGATATATTAGTTGGAATAACTCCCTGATTTAGCATGTATATAACACTCTTTTCTTTTCTATTATGTATAGCATAATGTAAATCCTCATCATTTAATTTATATCCAAAGTTAGTTATAAGTTTTAATAACTCAGTACTATCCCTATCAATGGCATCCCTAGCATTCGATGTATTCGGATATACTCCATTATCTGCAAATAAATTGAATACGTCATACATTCGTTTCATGCCTTCTTGTGACTTGATGGCATCAGATAAATATTTATTGTTATATGGAACTCCTAAACTATGAATGTACTTTATAATTTCTGTATTCTTATAAGTGCAGGCTTTCACCATCATATACTCTAATGGAAATCCTAATCCTATCATAGTATCAATTATTTTTATGGATATTTCCACACTCTCTTTATCGGTGAGTGCTATTGTGTACATCAATGCAGTTTCATAAGTATCATCATAAAATTCTTCTTTCTGTAATATTTGTTCTGCAACCTGATAATATGAAAATTGACAGGACAATACAAAGATTAATGCTCTTACTTCTTTGTCTGACTTATTATATATGTAAGATAATATATCCTCACTTTTATTATGGAGTGTAGATATTATAATACTTTTATCAAATCTAATAGGATACAGAGAATATAATAATTCGAAGATATACAATTTTGATCCAATCGCTGATTTGAATAATGAATTATAAATGTATTCATTATCTTTTGGTGTGAAATATGATAATAAATAATATAAAAGTTCTAATGATGACCTTTGAATATTCTTAATTATTAATTTATATAAAGTATTATTATATGTATTATCAGCATTTTCGTCTTCTTCATCATCATCATCAAAAGATGGGGCATCTATTATCAAATAATCATTCATATTTTTTATTTCATTGTTTATATAATGAATAATTTCGTACCAACTATTAAAATTTGTATTATTATATATATTATATTCATGAACGGAATTATAATGTATGTAAGGAAATGTAAACTTAGGATCTCTATCTAATATATTACCATGTTCATCTACTAAATCAGATTCTTGAAAGATTGTATTAAATCTATGTTTCCAATAATCATCATAGCTAGATGAACATATATCTTCATTAATACTATTAGTTGTACATAACGAAAGTATTGAATTGATATCTAAGTTATCTAATATATTAAATAACTTAGATATCAATTCATTTGGTATATTCGAGAAATCGTATTCTTCCATTTTATTCTCCTTATAATAATTTATTATGTTATTATCTTATAATGATATAAGAGCAAACTATATAATAAATATGGTATTAAACATAGGTACTAAATTATATATAAATTTAATTTCATGAGATACTATACATGGAGGTTTTTATATACAATTAAGATATAATTATATAGATTTGTATAACGTAATATCTATATTAAAAATTATATCTTCATAAATAATTATTCTTTTAAGGAGTTACAATTTTTTGAGTTTTCCCAACTTCGTAATTAATAATATATAATAAAATTTTTTATAATCTATATAATTACAAACCTCCATAATTATAAAAAATTATAATTGCATAAAAGAATAATTTTTATAAGGATATAATTTTTAATATAGATATTACGTTATATAATTATATACAATTTATATAAAAACTCTCCATGTATAGTATCCCATGAATTTAAATTCATACATAAATTTGGCATTATAGTTAATATTATTTTTGTCTTATAATTTATGAATTATAAGAGTTGTTTATGTAAATTTTTAAGTGATGGTATTATTTATTAAACAAAGACCTAATACATTATCAGAATTATAAGTATACTAATTATATCTATTCTTATAAATATAATATGACAATAGAAGTTATTATTTAATATAATACTTCATAAAGTTAGCTAATCTAGTATATCCTAAATCTTTAGCCAATTGAACTAATTCATTCGTTGGATATACTTTTTCTCTTATTAATTCAACTACATCAGAGGCATTATTATTCATTACAGCGACTCTAATATCCTTACCAAAATTCTTCACTTTATTGTATTTTGCATCCGTAATATTAGGTATACAACTAATATCGGCGCCTATATCTAATAAGTACCTAATGATATCATTATAATTATTTTCATATGCATTAATAAGTAACATATTCTTATCATCTATACTTATATCTCCGAAGTTACTTCTAATAAAATTTAATAATTCTGTATCTACCACACCATATTTTAACTTTGATACAATAAAAGATCCAAAATCAAAGCTATCATATGTTGCTAATCGTAATATTCTCTTATAATGTTTATGTTTTAACGCTAACAACATAACACCGGAGACTTTCTCTTTTTTTTCAGACAACCGATTATAAAGATGTTCCATAATATATGTATCTTCCTTACTAAATAGATGATCAAATATATCTTCAATACACATAATATTATTATCGATGGCATAATCTATACATTCAATTCTAGATCTATTATATATAACTAATATATTAGCTAAAAACTTTTTATTTATAAGTGTGGATGTGGATGGATTACCAACCATTTTAATTTTATTATCTACAATATATCTATAAACATGAATTGCTTCTTGTTCCACTATTTTTCTTATATTATTATATGAAATATGATTTACGTCCTTTAATATTAAATTTGCATCATATATTGTAGTTTTACCTGAACTTCTATCAATAAAAATATTAATATTATCTTCGTTTGGAATGACTCCTTGTGAGATAATAAATTCCACTATTTCCATATTATTAATCATTGCATAATTTAAATCCTCATTAGTTAGAACATATCCCAAACTTACTAATATTTTGATGGTTTCCAGATCCTTTAATATAATCGCACTTTGCATATTAGATGAATTTGGCATTATCCCATTATTAATAAATAATTGAAGGATTTCTCTTAAATATTGTTTATTAATAGTTGGCTTTGGTTGTGATGTTCTACTACCATCCATCCATTTATAAACTTTTGGTGATATTACAGATTGTAGATGTTCGTATTTGAGATTAATACCTAATTCATTTAAATACATAATAATTTCAATATTTCTACATTCACAAGCATATTTCATAATATTTTCTCCTTTAACGCCAACTTGTAATGCCTTGTCCACTAAAAATTCTCCAACTTCAATACTCTCATCGTCCACATGTTGAAATAACATAGGAAGACATTTATTATATACATTGGCTGTTATAAAAGTTTCATTTGTTAATATTTTCATAATTAAAGAATGGGATTTGTAAAGGCAACATTTTTCAAAAATCTCTAATTTTTTGTTATTATCACTATTTTGATATATATAATTAATAATTTCTTTGTTTGTATTCTTCAAAGGTAACTTCATGCGTGTTATCAATTTTTGGCTATTGTATGTCGCCAAGAAGTATTTATATAAATTTAAATTAGAATATAATAGAACATATGAAAATATATTATTTATTATTATATGTTTATTTTTAGAATTATTAAAATGAGATATTAAATATTTAACAATTTCTAATCTATTTAGTTTTATCTCTTCTATTATTAGAAGATAAATATTATATTCATCGTCAGTTAATATGATCTCCGTATGATTTGTAACTTCCGTTATCTTCTTCAAGCAATTATTAAAATATTGAATTCTTTCGTCTATATGATTAACAACTTCATACCAATTATTAAACTCCGAATTATTATAAGTATTGTATTCTTCTATAGTATTATATGTTATATGAGATATATAATTATTTACCAGCGCATTTCCGTTGTATCTGATTAACTTAGTATAATGTAATATGGTGTTAAATCTCTTCTTCCAAAGATAATCATAATCTTCTGAACATATATTATTATTAATTTTATTACTTTTACATAATGATAAAATAGAATGTGTATCTAAATCATCAAATATAGTAAAAAGTAGTTCGTTAGGTATATTAGAAAATGTATGTTCCATAATGATATTATATAATTCAATATTTATATAATATAAAAAATATATAATCAATTTTATTCTCACATCCAATAAATTATTATAACATATTATTACAATTTACCGGACATATGCCACAATCTAAAATTTATATAATTATTTAACATAGTATTTCATAAAGTTAGCTAATCTAGTATATCCTAAATCTTTAGCCAATTGAACTAATTCATTTGTTGGATATAACCCTTGTCGTATTACATCTGATACTATATTTATATTATTATTATTTATAGCCTCTCGGAGTCTAAGAGTAAGATAAACTTTACTAAAATCAGGACTTTTAACAAATCTTATTATATCATCTTTCGTATGATTGTCATTGCCAGTATATTGGATATATGTGTCAACAATATTGGGTATTGAATAAACATCGGCACCCATATTTAATAATATTACAATATTTTGATAATATCCTTTATCATATGCGTTAATTAATAAATTGTTCTTATCCTCCATACTTATATCATCATATTTCCTTATTAAATTTAACAATTCGGAATTTTTCTTATTGATGTTGTCCATTAATAATTTAATAATAATAGGTTTTAAATTTAATGTGGATAATCCATTACCGAGAATATAAGAGACAACTTTAATGGAATTATTTGTAATAGCTAAATTAATAATGTTATTATAATCTGGATTATCAGAAATACGTAATATATAATCCAAAGTGGGTACATCATTGTTAATAATTGATTGATATATTCCATCTTCTATGGAAATTAATTGATTATCAAGTGCATATTGTAAATATTTAACATTTCCTAATCTTACAGTACTTTTATAAACTAAATTTGGATCTAAAGATACATCATTGTCAATGGCAATATTATTACTAACAATGTATTCGTAAAGATTTATATCACTATGTGATAATATTATATTTATATCACTCGATAATAATGAAGATACATCCTTTAACATTAATTGTATAATATTATTATTAGATGTAAGAGTACGATTATTAAAGAATAGATAAAATGATTCGTCATCTGGTTTAATTCCATGTTCTAATATATATATTATACTATTATTCTTACCGTTACGTATAGCATCATTTAAATTATTAATTTCTAAGGAAATTCCATAGTTTAATAATAAATCTAAAGTATATTTGTTATAATTATTAAGAGCTTCTTGTAGGGATTCTTTGTTGGGAATGACACCACTATCTAATAAATACTTAATTACATAAGTATTGTCCAATGAAATTGCGTTATTTAATGTTGAAACATTAAAATAAATTTTGTATCCTAATAGGGCATCTATAATATTCTTATTTGCGACATCTTTGTACATTGCAAGATGTAAAGATTCTTTATCTGGTAATATTCCTTTATCTAAAATGTACTTAAAAATATCTATACGTTTATATGATATTGCTTCATTTAAATCATATACGGTTAAAGTGTATCCCATATCCAACAAGACATCCAATTCATAAACAGATCCTCTTTGCATAACGTAATCTACATTAATGTCATCAGGAACTATATTATTTTCCCTAAGAATTTTTATTATATCCTTTAACACATCATCACTTATTCCAGAATCAAATATTATATTGATGTATGTCTTTGAAAACTCTATCATATCTACAATTAACGGATAATATTTATATTTACAACATTCTTTAAATATTATATTTAAAAGTCTTTCATTATATCTTTCTAATTTATTGTATATATAATATAATATTGTTTTATTATTGTCTATGGATGAAATAGCAGCATCAATTATATCCGCAAAATCTTCATCATTATATTGTTCTACACTTATATATTTATCTAAACTCGTATACATGTATAACTTAGAATAGTATGCTATATTTTGAAATATATTTTTGCTTAATGATACTATATCCATTGAATCATACGTATATATAATTCTAAAAAAGTATTTAAATAAATATAAATCGAATCTCATTATCTCTCTGACAGTCATAATATAAAATATATAAAAGACATATGAATCTCTAGTATTAAATATTTGATCAGGATTTAAAATATATAAACCATCTATAATTCCATTAATAGAATTAATATCTGTTAAAGCATTATCCCATATTTTAATAGCATATTGTAATTCAGTATTTATATTATATACGACATCATACCAACTATTAAAGGATGTATGGTTATCTTCGTTATATTCTTGAATGAAGTTATATGTGGTGGGTGGAAATATTGTTGTGGTTAATTTATTAAATTTTATGTAGTTCTGTAAGGGTATTTCTATTTCATTAAATATGTTATCAAATATATTCTTCCAATATTTATCGCCTTTTTGTTGGCATATCAATTTATTGTCGGCATTTGTTTCACATAAAGACATCAAAGAATTAAGATCTAACTCATCCATTATGTTCAACAGTAATTCTGTGGGTATATTCGATAAATTATATCCTTCCATTTTATTACACATATAATAATTTATAAATTATAAATCATTAAGATTATAATATATAATATCATATTAATGTTTGAATATCTATATATATAAACGTCATCTCATGAGATAGTACCCATAAAATTTTATTTTATCTAATACTAAATAAAATGGAGAATATTGATGGTTATATACATAATGACATTTTATTTTATCTAATACTAGATAAAATGGAGAATACTAATGCCGATATACCTAATGAAATATTAGCTATAGTATTAGGAAATGGAGATTATAGTACTTTACTTAAGTATTGTTATAGTTCTAATAAGAGCTTACAATCTTGTAATAATAATTATATTAGAAATATAATAATAGATAAATTTTTACCTCCAGGATTAGATTATTCTAAATATTCAATACAAGAACTATTACAATTAGGAAGACTTATATCTATATGTAAATGAGAATAAAGATGATGAAAATACTAACTTCGCGATGTGGTTTATGAATACGGATGCATATAAGAACAAAATAATAGAGGAGTATATAAATCCATTTATGAATAATGATAATTATAATATTGTTAATGAATCAAATGATAAAACAAATTTTTTAAAATTGTTAAATATATCTTGTATTATTATGTTGGCTGGATTATTATATCCAATTGATAGCTTATTAGATATCATTTACCTAGATGGGTATGGATATGATATTCCAAATGGTTTATTTTCTAGGATGTTCTGGACTAAAAGGAGCAAAGAAGATATAGTTGGTGTTTTAGAAAAATATTTATTAATAACTGATATTGAATATACGGAGACGTTTGATGATTTTATTTATTTTTGTGTGAAATTTAATAGGCAGGATATTATGAACGATAAAATATTGAAAATAATTAATGATTATAATATAACTACTGACTTAATAAAGGGAGACGATATAAATTTAGTTAATATTATGAAGAATATTATAAATATTAAGGGTTATGAAAATTTGTATATTCAGCTATATTCTGGATACATAATAAATGGTGGAATCATGATAGATGAAATAAAAGAGATATTTTCCAACATAGAAAATGTCGACCTAATGAAAACTTGGTTTAAACATACAAATTCTTCAAATCAACTTTTTGCATTAATCAAAGATTACCTCCCAGATACACTATATGATTATTCTAACATTGTCAACCTAATCAAAGACAATTATATGAACTTAACGTCCATAGAATATATGAGAATAGTTACATACGTACTGGGAGATTCTTATGATAATGATACTTTTGACAACGCATTACCGAACAATATGGATATTCTTAATTATATTGGTTTTATTTTAAATAGTAATAATAATGATGCTATACGTACTATATTAATTAAATACTATGATGATCATATTATATTTCAATCTGTAGATATGAATGCCCTTAGAAATGTAATTAATATAACTGAAAAAATATATGATGAAAGAGGTGAGGATAATAAAGAAAGATTAAATTTTTATGAACAAATTATTGGGAAAATGACCTCGTTTTATAATGAATTGTATTATATGATATTCTATAATGATGGATTTAAACTAAGTGAAGAAATAGAACATCTTATTAACCCCATTTATAAATAGATAAGATCTCAAAATTATAGATTATATTAATTATTTTAATGAATATAACATAATATATTATGTTATATATTACTAAGTATCGATGTATTAGAATTGATAAATAAGAGAGAAAAAGATATTAAACTATATATACATTTATATTATCAATATAAAATGTTATTCTTTTAAGTAGTTACAAAAATTTAATATCATCAACTTTATAATTATATATAGAAGAGAAAAATTATAATTATATATAATTATAAAGTTGGGGACATTAAATTTTTGTAACTACTTAAAAGAATCTTTTTAATTATGAGAACAATTTGTTCATAGGTAGTAATATTCTAAAACTATATAATTTAGATTCTAAATTATATAAAAACTCTTGTGTGTACCAATGCATAAAATTAAAAATATATTAATTTGCATGATTAATATCAATGCCAAAATGTAATCTTATTATAAATCATAACAAGGGTTGATCGTGCCCTAAAAATATTACCATCTTACTTCAGTAAAATAGTAGTATTTAAAAAGTGTATAATGTTATATCAATCGTTTCGCTATGCATAATAAAAGGATATATAATCATAACATTATATATATGTATACTGCCAGTAATTTCATTATTTTATATATTGTTTTATTAAATTCAAAACATTGTCATAATTTTTAATTCTGTTTGGTCTAAATTTTTGTATCATACTAATTGTGGAACTATCAGGCCTTACACCTTTTTCTATAAAATATAATACCATATCATAATTATTAATTTTTACCGCATAATTTAAATTAGCAACACCAAATTTATATTCATTGTCATATATAATATCTAATATATCTGATCTTCCTAATTTAATCATAAATTCAATTGCGGATGAATCTATATTCACACCATCATTTAACATTAACGTTAGGATTTCTTTCGTGGTTTTCTCATCTGCATTAGATAAAATAAAATCAAATATATAATCTTCGCTGTTTTTAAAGGAAACTCCTAGTCCCTGAAAATATTTTATCATATCTAAATTTCCACCTCTTACAGCATATTTCATTCTCTTATCTTCATTATAATCCTTTCCATAAATAGACTGTAAATATCCATAAATAATTTTGTTGGAATAAAATGCAGCGTAGTTAAAAAATGTATTTATCATACTTAATATATAAATTATATTATTATCATTGTATGCATAGTAAGTAAAATATGAGTTTAGGTAATTGAGCACTTCCAAGTTGGAAATTTTTATTTGATTCACTATTAAATCATATAAATTTTCCACATCTGATATTGTTTTGTCCTCATTAATACCAGCTTTTAAGTCATTTTTAATATCATCTGCTTCTTCGTACGAATATCCCATTTTTCTTGCCTCTATTTCTTTCATTTCTACTTTTGCATCTTCCATCTTATTTCTCTCCATTCTATAGTTATGATCATTATTAATCTTAAGAACTTTATTAGCATATTGTAGTTCTGTATATATATCATCTACAATTTCATGCCAGGTTGTGAATTTTGTATTATTCCATTTATTATATTCCTCAATGGAGGTATAATAATTATACGGAATTCTATATTTATTATCCCTAGATAATATATTACCATCTAATCCAATTAATTCATAATCATTCAATACTGTATCAAATCTTCCTTTCCAATAATCATCATATTCTTTTGTGCATACATTTCTGTTTAAATTATTAGTTTGACATAATGCCGTAATGGAATTGGCATCTAAGCTATCTAATATAGTAAAGAATAATTCATTAGGTATATTTGATAAGTTGTCGTCCATTTTATCCTTTCTATAATAATTTTATAAAATATTATATTAACCATTAAACAATAATTTTATAATATAATATATTTTAATCCTACCTATTCTTAAACTATAAGATAAAAATGGTATTAAATTTATGGTATATAATTTATATAAATTATATACTATGTGTATCACCTTATGATGATTCTAACCTAAAAATCTATCTAAATTATATAATTTAGATATCGTACTTACTATATTCAAATATGTATTCTTGGATACATATATTCTTTTAAGGATTTATAATAAAAAATTTTATAAACTATGTAATATATAGTTTATAAAATTTTTTATTATATATAATTATATGTTCGTTGAAAATAAAAATTTATAAATCCTTAAAAGAATATGTGTATTATTGGATACATATTTAAATATAGTAAGTACAATATCTAAATTATATAATTTAGATAGATTTTTAGGTTAGAATCATCATGAGGTGGTATACATGGAATAGAATTTATATATAAACTAATACATAGTTTCAATACCATTTTTATCTTATATTTTAAGAATATGGAGAATTAGGATACAAATTTGGATATTATTTAACATAATATTTCATAAAGTTAGCCAATCTAATATATCCTAAATCTTTAGCTAATTGAACTAATTCGTTAGTTGGATACACATACTTTCGTATTAATTCCATCACAGCTTTCATATTATCATTCATAACAGCCTCCTTCATTTCCCAAAGAAGATAATCCTTGGAGAATCTAATATTCATGACAAATTTAATTATATCATTCGCATTATAATTTTTATTTCCATTATATTTTATATATTCTTCAACAATATTAGGTATTGCATAAATGTCTGCCCCTATATCCAATAAATATTTAATATTTTTAATATATCCATTATTATAAACATTGACTAATAATTCATTTTTATCATCGATACTTATGTCTCCAAAATTATCTCTTAAAAAGTTTATAAATTCCACATCTAAATTTTCCCTCTTTATTTCTTCTATAATTATAAATTTCATATTAGCATTGAGAAGTTTACCTAAATATATTATTATATCATATTTTTTATGTATTAATGCATCCTCAAGTTGCGCACTATACAATTTTATATTTGTTCCCTTCTCTAATCCAATTAAATAATCTAATATAAATATATCTCCATTTTTGGCTGCCTCCCAAAATAACCGTTGTATTGTAACAACTCCGCTTTTCAAACCATAATTAATATAATTAGATACACTATATTTCTTTGTTAAGTTTATGATTATATTATATATTAAATTTGATCCTTCTATTATGTCATCACCAACTTTTATATTATTATCAACTATGTATTTATACATATCTTCATTTCCATGGATATAAATATCAGACATATCTCTTGCAGATAGTTTGTCTACATATTTAAACACTAATTCCATTATATCATTAAAATAAATCTTTTCTTCTGGCTTTAGTTTTGCTAAATAATAAAGTGAATCATTACTAGGTATAATCCCTTTTTCAATAAAATATAATACCATATCATAATTTCCCTCCTCTATTGCATGATTCATTTCCTTAATAGAAAACTTATGACCATTATCACCAATAATATCCAATATGTCAGATCTTCCAAGATCAATAGCCATATTAACTTCGCTCCATGTTGGTTTTACTCCTGCGGAAAATAACAACTCTAATATTTCTTTTGTAGTCTCTTCATCAGCATCAGATAAAATAATATAATATAAACTATCTTTGTAATCATTCAATGAAACCCCATGTTCATTAAAATATTTTATCATATCCAGATTTCCACCTTTTAAAGCATATCTCATGAATTTTTTCTTGTCCTGACTCTTCCCATACACTTTCCTAAAATATTCATAAATTATTCTATTAGAATAAAATGCCACATATTTAAATAAGGATTCTATCATCCCAGATTTATTATGTATGCCACCATACATATTACGAATAAAATATGAATTCATATAATTAAGAACTTCTAAATTAGATATTTTAATTTGATTCACTACTAAATCAAATAAATTTTCTACATCGGATGTAGATTCTTTTTTATTCTCAATATCATCTGCTTCTATATATTTATATCCTTCTTCTTTCGCCTTCCGTTTCTTCTCTTCTATTTCCTCTTCTCTTTTCTTTTTTCTTTCTATTCTATAATCGTAATCATTATTAATTTTAAGAACTTCATTAGCATATTGTAATTCTGTATATACGTCATCTACAATTTGATACCAATTACTAAATTTTGTATTATTCAATTTGTTATAATCTTCAACAGAATTATATGTATATAAAGGACTTTTGGAGGCATATCCTATAAATTCTCTATCTAATACGTTACCATCTAATCCAACTAATTTATAATCATCGAAGATTTGAGAAAATCTTCCCTTCCAATAATCATCATATTCTTTAGAACATACTATATTATTATCCTTATTTGATTTACATAAAGATGTAATAGAATCAACATCTAGGTCATCTAATATAGTAAACAATAATTCATTAGGTATATTAGAAAAATTATATTCTTCCATTTTATCCTATATAATAATTTATAAAATTATTATATTATTAATCTTATATCATTATATTTTCACTTATACTCTTTAAATAATTAATATTATTTTCATAATATTTTTCGTGTTTTTGTAGTTCCTTCATTAATAAATCTTTATCTTCTTGACTTATATCTCCAAAATTATTCCTTAAAAAGTCAATAAATTTTGTATCTATGTAATCTTTCATTAATTCATTAATAATTGCGGGTCTCATATTAGCATTAAAAAGTTTTCCTAAGTATAATATTGTATTATATCTTTTATATTTTATTGCATCATCAAGTTGTTCACCATACAATTTTATATTGGTTCCCTTCTCTAATCCAATTAAATAATCTAATATTACTGTATCTCCGAATAAAGCTGCCTTATCAAATAAACCTTCAATAGTTATAATTTTATTCATTAATCCATAATCAATATAAGTAGATACATTATATTTCTTTGTTAATTTTAATATTATTTCATATATATTACTTGAAGCCTCCCTCACATTATTAGAGACTTTCATATTATTATCAACAATATATTTAAATATATCTCCATTGTCGTAAGCAGAAAGGACAGACAAAACTTCGTCGGAGATCTCACCAACATATACAAATATTAACCCTATAATATCATTAAAATATATCTTTGTAGTTGATTTTAGTTTTGCTAGTGATTCAATAGATGAATTATCTGGTAATATACCTTTTTCAATAAAATATATTACCGTATCATAATTCCCATTTTCTATAGCATAATTTAATTCTTTGATACCAAGTTTATATCCATTATCATTTAAAATATCTAATATATCTGATCTACCGGCATTAATGGCTGATGTTATGTCACTCCATCTTGGTTTTATTTTGGAGACACTACCAAATCCTCTTTTAGTATTAGACATTATATTTAGAACTTCTTTTATTGTTTCCTCGTCGGCCTCTGATATTATTATATCATATAAATAACTAGCATATCTCCTTAAGGAAACTCCTTGTTTAATAAGATATTTTATCATATCTAAATTTCCACCTCTTAATGCATATCCCATGGTTACATCCTTATCATTATCTTTTCCATACATGCGCTCCAAATATTCATAAATAATAACGTTAGAATAAAATGCAGCATATCTAATAAAGGATATTTCCATTCCACTTCTAGTAGCAAACTTAGATTTATTGTGGATAAAATATGAATTTAAGAAGTTAAGCATTTCTAAGTTAGATATTTTAATTTGATTCACTATTAAATCATATAAATTTTCCATGTCTGACGCAGATTTATTTTCATCTGTCCTCATAGAATAATTTTGTATATCATCTGGATCAATATATTTATATCCCTTTTCTTCTGCTTTTCTTTTTTTCTCTTTTATTTCCTCATCTCTCTTCTTCTTTCTTTCCATTCTATAATTATAATCATTATTAATCTTTAGAACTTCGTTTGCATATTGTAATTCTGTATATATGTCATCCACAACTTCATACCAATTTTCAAATTTCGTGTTGTTATAATCACTCACACTCTCATAACTGTACATAGGTGATTTATATTTATTATCTTTATCTAATACTTTACCATCTAACCCAATTAATTTATAAGTATCAAATATTTTCTCAAATCTTCCCTTCCAATAATCATCATATTCTTCAGAGCATACTATATTATTATCCTTATTTGATCTACATAAAGATGTAATAGAATCCACATCTAAGTCATCTAATATATTAAATAATAGTTCGTTAGGTATATTAGAAAAATTATACTCCTGCATTTTGTTTATATAATAAAAAAATAGTATTTGTTTATTCGTATTTCCTTTTTGATAATAGAGATAAGATGTTATGAATGGGTAATGTTATATCTATAATATTTTATAAAATATTATAGAGTTATAAAATAAAATCTTTATATTGGTAACAATATGAATTTATCCATCAGCGCACTCCATTATAACAGTTTTATATATAATTAAAATTAAAAAAGAAATTTATTGACTATAATATAACTATTAGTTTATATATTGTTTTATTAAATTCAATATATCGTCATAACCTTCAAGTCTGTTTGGTCTAACGTTTAATATCAGTATCATAGCAATCGTGGAACTATCAGGCCTTACACCTTTTTCTATAAAATATAATACCATATTATAACTATTAAGTTTTATTGCATAATTTAAATTAGCAACACCAAATTTATATCCATTGTCATATATAATGTCCAAAATATCAAATTTTCCTAATTTAATCATAAAGTTAACCGCGGATGAATCTATATTCACACCATCATTTAACATTAACGTTAGAATTTCTTTCGTGGTATCCTCATCTGAATTTGATACAATAACATCAAATATATAACTGTTATCATTTTTAAAGGAAACTCCTAGTCCCTGAAAATATTTTATCATATCTAAATTTCCACCTCTCAATGCATATCTCATTCTTTTATTATTATTACGACCCCTCCCATAAATAAGTTGCAAATATTGATAAATAATTTTGTTGGAATAAAATGCAGTGTAGTTTAAAAATGTATTTATCATTCCCAATATGTAAATTCTATTCTTATCATCACGGCGTGCATAATACCTAAAATATGAATTTATATAGTTAAGTACTTCTAAATTAGATATTTTAATTTGATTCACTATTAAATCATATAAATTCTCCACATCTGATGTTGTCTTATTCTTCTGAATACCTTCTTTTAAATCATTTCCAATATTATCTGCTTCTTCATACGAATATCCCATTTTTCTTGCCTCTATTTCTTTCATTTCTACTTTTGCATCTTTCATCTTATTTCTCTTCATTCTATGATTATAATCATTATTGATTTTAAGAACTTCATTAGCATATTGTAATTCTGTATATATATCATCTACAATTTGATACCAGCTTTCAAATTCTGTTTTATTCCATTCATTATATTCATCGACAGAGGTATAATTATTATAAGGAATTCTGTATTTATTATTTCTCTTTAAGACATTACCATCTAACCCAATTAATTTATAATCATCAAAGATTTTCTCAAATCTCCCCTTCCAATAATCATCATATTCTTCAGAGCATACTATATTATTATCCTTATTTGATCTACATAAAGATGTAATAGAACCTACATCCAAGTCATCTAATATATTAAATAATAATTCATTTGGTATATTAGAAAAATTATATTCTTCCATTTTATCCTATATAATAATTTATAAAATTATTATAATCATCAAATTAAAATTTAATATTACATAATAAATGAATAATTGTCATATCCTTTACAAACTTCATATCCATTACCTCATCTTTCTTTCTAATGTTATCATCCTTATATATTAATTTATTTAAAACTATAGGGGTTTCCTTCTCTATTTCTGGTATATAATAATCATCCGGAAAGTATTTCATTGTCTTCCATTCCTTATAATATCTATCACTATATTTCATAAATTCCATTCTTATCTTATTACTATATCTTTCATCCTTAACCCAACGTACACACATATTCTCTCCATCACTTTTATTATTTTTATTCCATTTTCTATCTATATTAAATACCATAAATTTTTTTCTTTTAACATCATAACGTATCATATCAACAACATCATATGTTTCCATCCAATGTTTTACTAATCCAATCTTTATATAATATTCCTCATTATTTATCTTATTAACTTCTTCCATAATAATCATATTATCTAAATTATTTATTAATTCCAATACATTATTTGTCACAAATAAAATATTACCATCTTTTGTCCAAGTATTATAATTATATTCCGTTATACTTGTATACATCACCAATAACCCCCTCATTCTTGTATAATCTAATAATCTTATCATATTTGCATAAGATAATGATAAATAATAACTTATAATATCATTATATGTTTTCATTATATCACTCCCAATAAATCTTTCTATTATCTTCTTTCTATAATATTCTTCTCTAATCTTATTATATATATTTTTATTGATTGAAGATATATTAATTAATAAATTTTTATTCTTTGTACAAGATGTTATATACAATATAATGTCAACGTTATCCATTTTATATTGTCACATCTCAATATAAAATTCATATTTAATTATGATTTAATGCCAGCTAATAAATATTTTCTTATCTTATCTCGTATACCGTCTAACTTAACTTTATCGTAACTGTAATCTCCATCATTATCATCATATTTGCATGTTATATCATTAATTGTTACCTTTTTCGCTTCATCTATAGTATAAGGCCAATGATGATTCTTATACCAATTATTGTAATAATCGCTATCTGTTATAACATAGTCTATAAAGTCAAAGGAATAAGTTTTGCCATCATCATAAATCCATAATATTTCTAAGTCTTCACTTTTATAATCCTTAACTTTTCTCTTATTATAATATTTAAGTTTGTTTCCTATTAAATAAAATTCTAATAATTTATGGTTTGTACATTTATCATCTTGTATTTCTAAATTACCTATAATCAACTTACATTCACTTACTTCATCCTCATATACATCCATTATCCTATGAATATTATCTAATAGATAATATACATTATTACAGGTTAGCACATCAAATCCTGGACATCCTGTTCCTTCTTGTTCATTTTCGTCGTAAATATATGCTGTTAGTAATCCTCGTATTTTATTATGTTGTAATGATTGTAACATATCAACGAAGGATTTAGATACATAATAATGTGTTATATCTTCATATCTATCTCCAATAATGGATTTTATTATCTTCTTTTTTTCATATATAGTTCTAATGGCATTATATACGTTTTTATTTATGAATGATATATTATATAATGTCTTACAATCTTTAATAAAAGATGTTATGTGTAATATAATATCTATAACTTCCATTTATACATTACACATAATAATTTTTATTTTCATTCTTAAATTGATATAATGCATTATTATAATTCAATAAACCATATAGATGTTAATATAATATAAATGCTTTAATATATGGTCCATGGGATACTATACATGAAAGAAATCTTATAATAATAGATACAAAATATAGATTTAACTGATATTAAAATCTATATCAAAAATTATCTTCTCTTATTAATTTATTCTTTTATGGAGTTATAATTTTCCATCTTCATCATTCCGTAATTAATAATTATAGAATAAAAATATTTTTATATAATATATAATTGTAAGTTAGGGAAGATAGAAAATTATAACTCTATAAAAGAATAATTTAATAAGAGAAGATAATTTTTGATATTGATGTTAATATTACATAATAATATATCTTATATACATAATTATATACATAATTATAAGATTTTACTGGTGGGATGAATTTAAATTTATATGAGTTTATGACATTAACACCAACATCACCCCACAACGGACACAATACTTATTATAAAATATATAGTTAAAGATCATTATTACAAAATTTTTATCATGAGGTGTCACATATGAATCTAATTTTATACAAGTTTATATGTATAATATTAATATCATTCTTTCAGTAGTTCTAACTAAACATATAAATTTTATATGAAATACAATTATGAATAAAATAATTATTATCTTATATAATAAGATAATTTATGAATCTCTTATGACAAACATATTATTTACAATTTAATATCTGCCAATAAATATTTACTCACAACATCCTTTATTGTATTCATCTTTATGTGATCAATATTATTGTTATTATTGTTACTATCATGGTCATATCTATATGTTATACCATTATATGTAACACGTTGTTCTTCTGGATCTACATATGGTTCTGAACATAGTAATTTAAATGGATCCAAACATCCAAATTCGTATGACAAATTATGAATTTCCTCCTCTTCTTCTTCCTTTATTTTAAATTTTAATTTAAATCTCTTCCATTTAATACATAATTTATTAACATTCAACTTATATCTTTTTGATATTATTCTATCGCCATATTCTACACTTCCATGTCCAAAATAATAGTCCATTATAGGTTGGACCGTGAGATCGGAATCTAACATAGATATACTAAATACGGGAGATAGTATATTATCATCATCGTGTCCATCATCATTATCACAATAATAGTCCCTCTCGTGATAATAATTATTATTAACTTTTGGCATGATGCTATGTAAATTATCTACCAAATGTTTTATATCATCAAAAACAATTATATCTCCAAAACTAGTCCAATCACAACAATATCCAACATATCCAACAAATAGTCCCCTTATTTTTGTCTTTTTCAATAATTTTAACATTTCTACAAATGATAGCGATAAGTAATATTCTATTATATTATCATAAGGTATAAAATTTTCTATTATTTTCCTTTTGTAATATGGTTTCCTAACGTCATCATATACTTTTTTATTTATGAAAGATATATAATATATAGTTTTAATATTTTTTATCAGACTTACAATATGCAATATACAATCTATGTCTTCCATTATTTATCATTGAATAATATAAATTTAATTATATCATTTTATTGTATAAATACGTTATCGCGCCCATATGATATGATAAATTATTAGAATTTAATAAACCATATAGATGTTAATATAGTATAAATGATGGAATACATGAGAGAAATCTTATAATAGTTAGTATATATCTTATATAGTTTAAAATCATTAAGATCTATATCAAAAATTATCTTCTCTTATTTCAACATTCTCTCTATATCTTATATATGATATTAAGGTCATATATAAGAACAAGAGGGAGATACGCAGATACAATTTTCCGTCTTCCTAATTCCATAATTATTAAGTATAGAATGAAAAAAATTTTATATAATATATAGTTGTAAGTTAGGGAAGATAGAAAATTGTAACTCCATAAAGAAATAATTTAATAAAAGAAGATAATTTTTGATATAGATGTTAATATTTCCTAAATCTATATTTTATAATAAGTATTATAAAACCTGCATATTCAATTATTACGATCACAAAAATGACATTAATATTACGAATATAAATTTATGTAAATTTGATTTCATGGGATACCATACGTGTAAGAAATCTTGTAATTATGTATATAAATTATAGATTTTTAAGGTATTAAATATATATCAAAAGTTATCTTTCTTATTAATTTATTTCTTTATGGAGTTATAATTTTTCATCTCCCTCATTCTGTAATTGTATATTATATAAAAATATTTTTCATTCCATAACTAATAATTATAGAATTAGGAAGACGGAAAATTATATTTCCATAAAAGAATAAATATAAATAAGAAGATAACTTTTGATATATATTTAATACCTTAAAAATCTATAATTTATATACATAATTACAAGATTTCTTACATGTATACCATCCCATGAACTATATATTATATAAATTTATATCCATAATATTAATGTCATTCTTTTAATTGTAATATTTAAATATGCAGGTTTTATAATACTTATTATAAAAATATAGATTTAGGAAATATTAAGATCTATATTAAAAGTTATCTTTCTTATTAAATTATTTCTTTATGAAGTTATAATTTTTCATCTTCCTAATTCCATAATTATATATTATATAAAAATATTTTTCATTATATAACTAATAATTATAAGTTAGGGAGGATGAAAAATTTATAATGACTTATCTCGCTTACGCTCTGCAAGAGAGAATAAATATAAATAAGAAGATAACTTTTAATATAGATCTTAATACCTTAAAAATCTATAATTTATATACATAATTACAAGATTTCTTTCATGTATACCATCCCATGAACTATATATTATATCATTTATACTATATTAACATCTATATCATTTATTGAATTCTAATTATATAATAAAACTATTTATTATATACATTCCAAGACAAAGATGTTATTTATAATTTACTTATAACATCTTTCATCCTATCCATACACATTATATATGACTTTATTTGGTATTGAACATCTACATATTTTATCACAATCTTTAATTAGAATATTCTTCTCCTTCAACATACAAATTATTTATATTTAACAGATACATTTAATGATATAATATATTTCACAATTATCATCTTCACCAGGAACTAATATAATATTATGTATATTATCTAATAAAAATCTTATATATAATATTAAGTTGAACTAATGAATACCACAAAGTAGATAATTCATTATAATTTCATCCATCTTTCCTATATCAACATTCTCTGAACATATATTATCTCGTGACATAACCTTATTTATTGTTAATTTTTCTTCTTTAACTATAGATCTAGGTATGGAATATAAGGAATAAGGATAATCATTGTGATAATAACTATCTTTATATAATAATTCTATTCTATCTGGATAATATGAATACTCGATCCAATATACTAACATATTATCATAATTTTTACTATTAGAAGATATTATTAACTCATCTACGTATGAAACTGAATTCTTTAACATTTTATAATGCAATAATCCATTAATTCTGGAACTCTTATTTTCAAATACATCCAATTGACCAATTACTAAATTACACTCCCTATTTCTGGATATATCAATATCTCCAACATTCATAACTTTAGGTAATCCTTCAATTAGATTTATTACATTATCGCATACTATAATGTTGTTTCCAAGTTTACTTGATATCTTATTCTCAATACTTACATATGCCATTAATAATACATTCGGTTTTATTCTTTGGAGAACTTTAATCATCTTGACAAATGATACAGATAGGCAATATTCCGTACACTTATTATATTTATTTCCTATATTAGCTTCTATTATCTTCCTCTTATAATAATTATTTCTTATAGTATTATATATTTCCTTATTTATCAAAGATATACTAAGTAATGTTTTACAATCCTTAATAAAGGATGTCATATATAATATATTGTCCACAATTTCCATTTCTATTATAATATAATTGTTACAATACAAAATCATTATGTTATTACCATTCTAATAAACTATAATATTAATATTAATACTATAAATTATATTTCTTCTAATTAATTATTAAAAGAAAAGTTTTGATATATAATGAGGAGAGTGTGTTCATCTTCTTTCTATATCTTTTCATTAATTCTTTGGATTTGTATATTGTCTAAAGGGATAATATGGGACTCCCACGTGTTATAAGATGCATTGGCGGCTAACACTTAGGCCTTATGGGCGGAGCTCTTTTATTCTTTATGTTCAAAATCTTTCATAGTTTAACTTGGTGAAATAAATATAATTGTCTTTATAAATTATATAATTATCTTTATAGATTATATAATTATTCGTATACATTATATAATTATCTTTAATAGTTATTCTATAGTTATATAATTATTCGTATACATTATATAATTATCTTTAATAGTGCTAACGCCTTTCCACCTTAAGGTGGAAAGTTATGTAATTGTCTTTATAGTTATTCTATAGTTATATAATTGTTTTAATAACACTTTAGCATGCATTCATATCAAAGATAAAGGTATATAATTATCTTATATGATATATTATTTTTTAATATTACATAATAGATAATTCATAACTTTAATATCAAGGTCTCCAATTTTCACATCCTCATTTATCTTATCATCCTTTGTCATTATCTTATTTATTGTTAATTCTTGTTCCTTAAGTATAGTGGGAACACCTTCATATGGAACATAATTAAAATTAAACCAACAATTATAATATCTACTACCCTTACGTAAAAATTCTATTTGATTTCCATACCATCCACTATAAAGCCAATATAATATGATATTATCATAATTATTACTCCTACTCCCACAAATCATAACATCGTCATAACAAAATTTATTCTTTAATATTTTATATCTTAATAATTCCTTTATTTCAGATGATTCTTTATCATGTATATATAATTCTCCAATTACTAATGTATATGATTTATGACCTGAATCATCTATTTTTCCAACATTTACAACTTTAGGTAAATTTTTTATTAAATCTATTATATTATCACAAACTATAATATTATTTCCTATTTCATCCATATCACTTAAATTTCTTATTCTATCAATATCAATATTAGTATATGCTATTACTAATATATTAGGATTAACTCTCTGAAGAGCTTTTATCATATCAACAAATGATAGAGATAGACAATGTTCCACCACATCATTATATCTATTTCCTATAATAGCTTCTATTATCTTTCTCTTATAATAATTATTTCTTATTATATTATATATATTCTTATTTATCAAAGATATACTAAGTAATGTCTTACAATCCTTGATGAAAGATGTTAGATATAATATATTATCTATAATTTCCATATTAGATTTATATAATCTAATATATAATTTTATTTTCAATTTAATTATGAATGGACATAGTATTTGTATCTAAATATGCTGGAAGGCTTCCTGTAATTATCAGCATACATCTATTCTTATTAGCAGAAATTTGGTAATAATCATGTCCCAACTTAGATACCTTTATATCACATCCATTTAATGTAAGTGAAGTACTAGCGCCAACATTTAATTCTTTAACATCCCATTTAACTCCATCTACATAAACAGCCTCTTCTGTTCCAGCACTTTGTCCCATGTTACCAAGGTTAGCAAAGTCTAAATTACCAAAACTTGATACACATGACACCGTATTCCCACTACATACAATATTTCCAATACTAACCACATTTCCACTTGAGTTGTTTTTAGGTTTAACCTTTTCATATTCATCTCCAAATCTTTCATATACTGCGTCTTTAGAACTTGTACGACCAAAACATCCATTGGTATTTTCATATAAATCCTCAAACTCGACATCTCGTAATTTGCTATTAAATAAATTAAAAACTTCTACCTTACTATCATCTCTACCTAGAGTAGATAAGATAGCTTTCATATTTTGTGCGGTCATATCATCCCCCAACTTGTTTACTAATACCCCACTAAGGTTAACTTTTTCATCGTCACGACCTATGGATGACAACATAGAGACAAATGTATCAATGGTAAGATATGTTAACTTTTCCTTTGCCATCCTAACAATATTTACCTTTTCAGTATCTCTACCCATTAATGCAATAACCGATAACAATGTCCATGCCTTGATTTCCTTTAGTTTTAAAGTTATATGTCCAAAAGCAATGCATTTTTCACTATCTCTACCATATAATGAGATAATGGCAGGAATTTCTGATTCAATAAAGCTGTGGGAAGATAGGAGAGTTGGTAACATCTCATTCTTTTTCTCATCACGACCAATCATGCACAATTTAGTAACAATTTCCATTTCCTAACTTATATTCCTTCTATTCTCTATAATAATAGAGAATAATAATTATCATATCAATTTTTGTCACACTCAACCAAACTAAATTATATGTTTGTATATATATATATCCGTTGTTATTATACTATATAAAAATAATATCAATGGTTATTAGAAAGGTTTGCCTCCCATATTAATAGTCAATCCATTCCTTTTAATGTATAATGGTAACATAGCACCCTCCAACGAAGACATAATACCAGGTGCACTAGCATATACATTATATCCATCTTTGTCCTTAACCACCGTAACATACCCAAATACTGAAGTTTCTCCTACTTTCATATCACTTACATCATGTTCAATACTATCGATATATATCTTAGACATTTTATATTGTGTTTTATTCAAGTCTCTTATACTATTATTATATTAAATTAAAATCAATTTAATATATTGTTATGTATGGGTATTTAATAAAAGTTATAACATACATATCGCAACCAGAGAAATATCTTCTAATTTAATATAAATCATAATTAGATAGATATTATCATACTAATATATCGATAGTTAAATGTATATTTATATAAAAATGTTTCAAGTCATGTCATGTATCCTATCCCATGAAATTAAAATCATATGTATTTATGGTATTAATTTTAATATCATATTATCTTCATATTTATCAATTATATAAATTTACTCACTAATATAATTCATGAATACTAATACAATTATATAGCTATTAAAATAAATTATAATAATCTATAATGTACAAAGATAATTATAATCTATAATCCATAAACTATAAAGATAATTTATAATCTATAATCCATAAACTATAAACTATAAAGATAATTTATAATCTATAAACTATAAAGATAATCTATAAACTATAAAGATAATTTATAATCTATAAATATAATTTATAATCTATAAAGATAATCTATAATCTATAATCTATAATTCTATAAAGTATAATCTATAATTTAATAAAGATAATTATAATCTATAATCTATAATCTATAATCTATAATTTATAATCTATAAATATAATCTACAATCCATAATTCATGGAGATAATTATAATCTACATTGTATAATCTGCATTGTAGATTATAATTATAATTTATAATATATAATATATAATATATAATCTATAAAGATAATCTATAACGATAATCTATAAACATAATTACAATATTATATTATAATATATAATATTTCATATTACTATGTACATCTAATCTTTCTTTAATAAATATTCTTGTGACGAAGGACTAAATTCTGCTACTGGAAATGCTGATTTTAATTCCTTCTTTTTATACTTTCTATACTTAACTAGGAACACAACACTCAGAGCAATTAACACACAAAATATACCAACTACTAAAGCTAATACTATAACTAACTTATATGACTTACCATTAACATTTTCCACTTCCCTATACATTAAAACATCTTCTAATTCATCCTCCAACCTATCAAAGATTGTTGGTTTGTTCTCCATAGATGATAATTCCACGAGCAATTCCTGTGCTTGTACATGATATGGTCTTTCATCATTAACATAAAATGGAATAGATAAATAACTTTGGGTTCCATTGGGTTTAAATGATACACTAGCAAGATATTGAACAGGCAAATATTCAACATAAGGTGGAAGAGGATCATTATATCCAGCAGGTAATAGCGTCAATGCATCCAAAATATCATGAATTCCCGTACAATAGAAAATCTCCTTACCATTATAATGAAATCCTAAACTATGTCTCTGATATCCCTTAGGACAATACAAATTACCTGTCAAAGGATTTGCATTTACAGAAGAAAATATTCCACCAAAGTTCATAGCAACTTCAACAGCTCCAGAATCAAATGGCGTAACACATACTGCCAAATATCCAGATTTATCATTGGATGTATACATAACGTATGATCTAAACCCATTGGGACATCTTTTTGCTCCAGTTATAACATTATCAACTGCATTACTATATATACCACCAAAGTAAAACCCTTTTTCATTTCCACCTGTAATATTATGGGCCAAACACATATATGAATTATATGAAATAGGAGTATAATATGTGTCACAGACTGTATGTTTATGGAACCAATGATAATGAGTATGACAAACAGTATTTGGGATGGATCCAGAGAATTGACCAATATTATATGAATCAAAGCCATCGGGACAAGAGGCGGCTTGGGTTAATTCATTTACTGTTATCAAAGATGGATCCGAAGAGGTTTGATATATACCACCAAATAAGAATTTCTTATCCCATAAACAGGAGGCCGGATCGTTAACATTTACTCTAAAAGAAAACTTAGGAGAAGATGGGTCCATACATCCAACAACAATATTTTGCTGGACATATCTCTCCGTTCCTTCATTATAAAAGTCTCTCATTTGTTGAACAATAAAAGGATCGATATGAGGGAATCGTTCTGGTGTTAATAAGTCAATGGTAGGTGCCGCATTAAGTGAAATTACGGAAGGGTATTGATATACAGAAGGCATCCAGTTATAAACAGAACCATTTTCTTGCCAAGGGGCACCTCCGGATAATTCAATCTTAGAATCTGTTACTGCCTGATAGAATGTTGTCATACTGGATTCATCTCGTTGATATGATCCTTTGATGGAAAAATAACTGGCAAATGATGCTCCTCCTTTAATTTTTAAACTATCTGTACTGCTATCAGTTAATTTATTGGTATTAATAACAAGGGATTGTTTAAGTTGTCCACCTAAAACTTCTTTATAAACATACACTAATCCATAATCATTTATTAACTTATTAATTTCATATTTAGCTCTTCTATTAGTTACAGTTGTATTCTTTTCTACTAATCTGGCAATACGATTAATAGATTCATTGAAGGCATAAGATAGAGGAGCTACGGTGTATTGCAAAGTCAAAGTTTTTGTTTCCATATTAGCAGTATTAACGACTACCGTTCTATCAGTTTGTTGAAAGTGAGATCTAGTCCATTGATGTTCATAACTAAACGAACCTTTAACTGCCCAAAAACTGGCCTTTGCTTCTACATTTATCTTTTCTGATACAGTATTGTTTGTGGACCAAGTTAAAACATCCGAGAACAAATGTAATTGATTTTTAGGTGTATCTCTCTCTACTACATAATCAGGAAGAATATAAGAACCAGAAGTATCAGGATTTTTCATAGTATATTGAAGATCAAATATTTGTAATTTAGTATTGTATGATAGGGGATCAATTCCTAAACCAAGATGTTGCACGCCACGTTCTATAGTTTTATCCAAGGATTGGGATAAAGCGCAAACAATAAATATAAAATAAGGTAAATACTTCATTTGTATTTATATACATTAATTATTTATTTAAATCAATTTTATGAGAGTTCACAAAAAGAAAATAAATATATTATATGATATTATATATTACGTATTAATAATTATTAATATATAAAATGTGTATATGTGGGTAAATGTTGGGAATTTTATAATTAATAAAATGGAGAGGATGGATTGTATATTGACATTAAAATAAAATAATGTTATAAGAAAATGCAATATATATGGGAAGCGGAGCAAAATCCTATGTTGGGATTAACTGGAGATTTATTTATGGCAAAGGGACGAGGGAAAACATTTGTACAAGATACTCCCTTAGACCTATTTAGGGCCATTGGGGAAAGGGATACAGAATGGATTTCATATGTTGAATCTAATATAATTCCGGAAATTATGTCTTTACATCCAAATTACAGTGTTTATGATGTATTGAGAGAATTATGGATTGAGGGATCTGGACAGGATAATTTAGGCAATATGGGAATTGGTGGATATGTATTTATGAATACCTAAACATTTTATGAAAGATATATCTATAATTATATGACTATAGATATAATATATATTATATGTAATGATATTAATTATATATAGATTATATAAATTATAATATGAGATAAGTAGTAAGTATAATGTATATATAATTATATATATATATTATACAGATTATATAGATTATATAATTATATATATATTATACATTATACAAATTATATAGATTATATAATATGAATACAAATATAGATTATATATTATAAATATAAATATAGATTATATAATTATATAGATTGTAAGATAATTATAATTTAAGATAATTATAATTTAAGATGTATTAGATACCGGCTAATAGATCACGTCTTCTAGCTAATATCCTATCATAAATTTCAACCTTTCTATCATCGGGAATTGAGGGATTATCCGTGACAATATGTCTTAATTGTTTGGTAATCTCCATTTCTGAATTTAATAGAGTCATAGATGATGCCACCGCTTCCACAAAGAAATTAACATAACTAGGTGAATCAAATTCTGGAAGTGTTGATATAGATAATACAGGAACATATCGAAGACTAGACCTTGGAGGACTTCTTACTGGTTGACTAATAGTTTCCTCTATTACTGTAGTTCTACCTGGACTTCTAGTAATAATTTCCTCTGTAACTAATTGTGGACTTCGACTGGCGAATGGTGCGGGTTGGCTTCGTATTACCCTTTCATCAACTATGGTGGGAGATCTTCCAGGTTGTCTAACTATTCTCTCCTCCACTCTTTCTTGTGTAAAGTTAGGTTGCAGAATACCGGGAGCTGACTGTCTGACAACTCTTTCTTCCGTGAAATTAGATTGTCCAGGTTGTCTTACGATTCGTTGCTCTACGATGCTAGGGGCTGACTGTCTAACAACTCTTTCCTCAACCAATGCTGGCCTTTCTTCTCTTAGTACGGGTTGATACATAGATTGTGGCACCACTGTTTCCTCTATTACCGTTCTATTAGGAGTTCTGGTTATCCTTTCCTCTGTAACTCTTCCCATTGTAAGAGGGGATCCTTGTGTTCTATATATTGTCTCCTCCATGGCAACAGGAGGTACAGGGGCTAAAACCTGAGATGGTGAATTTGATATTAATCGATCCTGTACAATAGTTTGTCTTCCTGGAGATCGAATAACAGTTTCTTCAAGTCTTAAAGGTGTCGAAGGTGGAACTCTGTAAGTTGGAGTCATAATAGATTGCTCTACTAATCTACCTCTTGGTTCGATAACGACAGTTTCATTTGAGGTCACAGTTCTTTGATTAATAGATTCTACTGATGATAACCTATTTGGTATACCTACGGAATATCTTCGATAGGATGTGCCATCTTTCATGATAACTTCTTCTCCCATGTCATATAGAACAATCTCAGAGAGTTTATCGGTACCAGGGGGATCTTGTCGTAGTGCTGGATAATAATATAAGTCATACCTATTTGGGGAATTGCCTAGTTTTGCAAATCTAATATCATTAATATCAATTTTCATATTTCCAGTTGATAATCGGAGTTCCTGAACAAATTGCATAGATTGTTCGTATATCTCTGCTTGGTCGCGAGCGGTTATTGTTTTACTTGGGGCAGTGTTAGAATATATGCTACCGTATGTTAATGAACTCATTTATAATAAAGATAAAATTTCTTCTTTTTATAAATAAGGAAAAATATTTATGCACAATTTCTTAAAAGAAATTTTATTTAATATGAAAGAAGGAATGAATAAAAACATAGAGATAGATAAAACTATCGATGGAAATAAATGGGAATTAGAAAAGTCCAAGCTATGGTGGTTAGCATCTGGTCTCCTCATCGGCACATTTGTCGATAGAACTACCGTTTTAATCACTTTAGGGTTAGTTATGTATTTATTTGAAATACGAATTCCATTCGCCAATGAACAAACTCTACGTAATCTTATAAAATCTATTGCACACAAAGATGAAAAATAAACGTTTATTTTATTTTTTAAATAAACGATGATATTCCTCGTCTATATCATTATATAATTCTAATGTTTCTGAATTATTTAAGGCGTCTTCTCCATGTTTAATTTTCAATAAGTTAATCAAACATTTATATTTTTCATCAGAAATTTGGTATAAATAATCTAGATCCTCATAATATGTATCAAAGTTATGATGGTTATCCCTAGCATCTGTTAATGATTCATATAAAAATCTTTCTCGTTTAATCATGTCGTTGTACTTATTCATATTGTCTATTATATAGACAATATAAAAATATAATATCAATTGATATTATATAATAATTTATAATAGATAACTAATTTATCTTATATAACTAATTTATAATTTATCTTACATTATAAATTATCTTACATTATAGTTTATCTTACATTATAGTTTATCTTACATAACTAATTTATCTTATAGTTTATAACTAACTACAACTTACGATATATAATAAATTATTATATAATCATAACAACAATATATTATGCAACAATACCTTCATTAATTAAATATTTATAAGTTTGACATTTCTCAATTTTATAATGTTGACTATCAAATACCTTCTCATATATCTTTTGTACAATATCCAATTCTTCTAATATACCAGATAGATTACTCTTAACTCTAGTCTCCGTTTGTCTCTTTATTACCGCTTCAATATATTTCATTCTAACGTCGGCTACCTCTATGTGATCCTCTCCTAATGATGCAATAGTGACGCCAATCGCTTCCTTATATTTATCCAAGGCTTCATCATATTGTCCTTTCATAGCACATAAATCCCCAACTATCGATAACGTTAATCCACTCTTATAATGATTCTTATAGTCCTTTAAAATATTTATTGCTTTGTCAACTAGGCCCTCACATCTCTGTATCTCATTCATGTTAATTAAAGATTGTGCCCAGGAATTATACAAGTCCACAGCATCCAAATTCATATCTAATCCAGCTTCTAATAAATTTTTATATGCCAATTCATAATATCCAATCGCATCTTTATGCATCTCCTTCTTTCTATAGATATCACCAACATCAATATATATAATGGCTAAATCACCTCTTCCAAATTCACCTCCATATAAATTCTTATCTAAGACCTTAACATAACATTCTAATGCTTTGTCATAATTAAATTTCTTTTTATGTATAATACCTAACCCTCTATATACATTCATGAATTCCTTATTATCTTTGATATATGGGATACAACTAATATAATCAACTTCGGCCCCTTCTAGATCGCAATTCTTTCTCTTTATATCTGCTAGTTGAACGAGATATGAATTAATATCTTTTCTGGAATCAGCGGAAGAATCTCTAATAATCTTTATTATTTTTGTAATGTAACCCATCGCTATCTCATAATTTCCTAATTTCTTCTCCACCTTAGCTAGAATATCCAAACATTCCATATAATGTTCATTATTCTCCCCATAATCTTGTCTAATCTTTCCCAATAATTGTTTATAATTATGGGAAGCTAATTGAACATTCTTCCCTAATTGAACATAATTTTGTATAAAATAATAAAGTATTTCTTCTTCTGCGTTGTTGGGAACCAGGCTGTCGACAACTTTCTTTATATTCTCACCATATATGGTGCCATCTTTTATTTTATTATATATATCTTTAAATGGAATTTTAGTTTCTATTTCCATTTCCATTTCAATTCTATTCTTATATTCACAATTCAATGTATGAGACTCATAATCTTTAAATGCAGGACATAATTTACATCCTTTAGATTTAAAGGGGCATGTCATAGGGGTTTGATCTGCTATTCTTTGAATTGGAATGTTCTCTCTTAATTTATCAACTATGGACTTGCGGCAAAAAGGACATTTATTATTATTTACAGTCCATTGGGTGATACATTCTTTACAGTATAAGTTATTACAATTTAAACATTCCATGGATAAGCGGAGTGTCCCATAACATATTTTACATTCTGTAAACGATTGCAAAAATTCCGGAAGTTTCTCATTAGCATAACTTCTATCCTCCATTTTATATTACCTTCTATTTATATAATATTTTATATTATATAATCATTTTTTTAAATAATAAAGAAAATTATATAATAAAAAGTATTATTGGAGATTGAAATAATAATATGACATAATTATTTTTCTTTTATATTATGGTAATTTTTATAAGTAAGTCATATTATGGGATACATAATACAATAATTTTATATATGATATATATAAAACTAAAAATAATAATAGTGTTAAAATATAATAAAATGTCAACAAAATACGAATACCTATTTTCTATATACAGAGCCGCTATAAATAGAGATAATATCCCTATGTGCAGAGAAGTTCTTACCGTTCTCGAGATTAAAAAGAAGGATGAGGCAAAACGAGATGCTTATATACAACATGGAAAAGTATATGACTGGGATAATACACTGTTAAATTAGATAATAAATATTAATTATCATTCGGATTTTGATAGGGATTTTGTATGTTATATCTTTTGTATAGTTCATATTTGCTCCAGGATTGGAAAGAATCAGTTATGGGATCATCTCCATCTCCATATTTGAATAACCAATATAATAGTACATTAACATCATGACATAATAGCAGAGCAGAGGCTACATATATGCTACCATTAATTGATCTAGATTGCTCCGCCTGTATTTTTAATTCTTGTTGTTGGCTTACACTATCGACATTCTCGGGAATATTGGGATTCCTCTTCAGATCCATATTCCTTAGATTCTGCATATAGTAATAATAATTATTCCAAAATCCGAATAGACTAATGTGATCGAAATACTCCCGAGCAATATATTTTAGTATAGTAGGAGAATATGTTTGCCATAAGGAACGGAATTTTCGCAAACTATAGTCAGCATCTGTTACCGCTTGTCGTATCGATTCCAATAATATAGGATCCGTTATTTCTTTCATATTATAAGTTATTGCTAATCCAAGCAAATAATATGAAGGTATATATTCTTTTATATATTGTTTAGAATTTAATCCTTCTCTAAATCCCTTGTATTCCGGGTTATCTAATAAATAAGGATTATAATTTAATAATATATTTACTAAGGTAATGGGATCTCTGGTTTCATTAACGATATCCAAAGATATATTAAATTTATTCTCTCCATCCAATATGGATATATCTCCAGTTCTTACAATATATTCTGCCAACACGGATGTCTTGTTCGATAGAAGAATAACTAACTCCCTATCGGAAGGAAGTGGGGAAGTCATAGAGACGTTCTTAAAAACACCCTTTCTTTTGTAATCTGGTATTTTACTCCAAAAATATTCATTTAACTCTCTTCTACCAAAGTTTAAAAGTTCTATGATAACATTTTGTAATTCATACTCGTGCAGATATTGATAATTTAATACGTCCGGAGTATATAATTCATCAATTATAGTTTTCATTATGTTATCTGTGTATTTCATTTCTAAAGCTCTCGTTAAACAATTACTTAATTTACTAAACATTCTTATTCGGGTTATATCATAAGATACTCCATAAAACATTTGAATAAGAATACATATTTCCATAATATTTAATTGTGATAATATATAATAATTTCCAATGAAGTTTTTACATAAGAAATTTTTGAATTCCTCTGTTATGAAGAAATTATAATCTCTTATTCTTGTAAATTCTTGATTTAAGTCAACACCATAAAATATAAACGATAATAAACTTTGAACATCAGGATATGCAAGATATATATCACTATTATTATCTTTAATACCTATAGCATCAGAAATAATTATATTCCTGACATATCTATCAAAAGATTTTCTAGCATTATCATCGATTAATTGTTGTTTTACTATTGTATAATAATTTATAGCATTGGCATCCCCAGCCATAACTTGTTTAACTATTATAGTGGCTTGTATCTCAATGGGCAAACTCATTTATCTACAAGATTATTTTTTATATCCAAACCATTTAATTATAACTTACAACAACCAAAGTAATATTATCTAAACCTCCGATATTGTACTATATAATACCTCAAAAAATAAAAATATTCTTATTATCTATATTAAAATGAATTACCGTACTTTAAGTGTGAAATAAAGAATTGATTTTATAAAATAAAAAGTGGAGGATGAAAGATTTGGACGCAAAATGGAGTCAGTGAATAGTCAATATAATATTACGTTATTAAACCCTGAAGGTAAGAAGATTAGAGAGTTGATTAGATTGGAAGGAGATAGATTAGATGGGAATGAATTATATAATAAACTATCAGGGGTGGTAGATAATAGTTATCCAAATCATAAATTATTGGACTATAAATTAAAAGTTAATGATATGTTATATGAAGTTACATTAAGGAAACCTAATGGTCGTGAGGTTAAGCAAACTATTAAGGTGGAAGGGGAATTTGATGATGATCAATTATATCCAGAAATCTTAGAAATTGTAGAAGATGAATATCCGGAATATGAATTGGTAGATTATAATTTAAGTCCAGGTAATATCATATTATATGATGTGGAAACTGATGATGAAGATGACAGCGATAGTGATAGTGATGGAACTGATGAAAGTGATGATGAAGAAGTAGAAATTGACTATAGTGATGAAGATGAATAAATATATTATCTTATCATATACAATTATAATTATATAATTATAAGTTACCTTATCTTATTTTATTTTATATTATATTATATACAATTTATCTTATCATATACAATTATAATTTACCTTATCTTATATACAATTATAATTTATCTTATCTTATCTTATGATACACAATTATAATTTACTTTATTATAATTCACTTTATTTTATTTTATATTATATACAATTATAATTATATAATTATAATTTATCTTATCATGTATACAATTATAATTTACCTTATCTTATATCATATACAATTATAATTATATAATTATAATTTACTTTATTTTATTTTATATTATATAATATACAATTATAATTATATAATTATTAAATTTATATTAATAATTATGAATTAAAATTTTTATTCTATGTGTAACAAAACTAATAGTATAATATAATTTTATGATTATCTATTAAATCGTAAATATGTATTGTATAAACTCCAATCTTTAAAGTTTCCAAATATTTCATTTGACTTATAAAAATACCAATCTAGAGAAAGATCAATATTTGGGCACCATAATGCTAATATTGCCGCATATTCGCAACCTACCCCGTCAAAAATTTCATATTGCTCCATAAAAAAATCATCACCTCTATCATTATTATTAACTACGTATGATAATATATTCCAATATTCAGAAAGGTAAAGGTGGTCTGAAAATTCTGATGCGTCAATAATTTTTAATTTATACATTAAATTCATGATGTATGGACAATACGAATTATGTATATAATACATATGTTTATCTGAAGATAATAATGCTTTACATGCACTATCGATTGATTTTAATATACGAGGATCAAGAATGTTACGACAATTATATCGAACATGTAATCCATTTAAATATAAGATGGGATTCATTCTATTGTTAAATGTAGCTTCTTCATAACCACTAATAAAATCTTTTTGTAATTTAACATTTGGGTTATTAATATTTTGTATCATTATTTTTGTTAGAGTTACTGGATCTTTACATCCTGCTATTACCCTATCTGTTAACCCATATTTCTTTCGTCCTCTCGTTACCTTTTTTAAATCGTCCATAATCGATAAATCTTCAGTATTTATAATATAATTATCTACAATAGCCCAATCGTCATTTTCTATTAATCCACTTCGACACATATTTATTATAATTGTTCTAATACTGTCATCGGAGTTTATATTAAAGCTTTTATTTTCCTCAATTTTATTCCAAACATAATGTATTAATGGTAACTTATTAAATATAATAAAATATTTTATGAGTATAATGCTAATATCATAAGATATTTTAATATTATCTATTATATCCTTTAATAATATATTTGAGTATTTCATTTCTAATGCTCGATATACAAAATTAATTCCATGATTTTCTTGATTAATATCATAAGATACTCCATATAATATTTTTATTAAGGTACAAACTTCCATAATATTATATTCAGGATTTAGTTGCGATCCTAAAAAATGATTTCCAATAAAATTTTTAAATTTATCATCTATAAAGAAATTATAATCTCTAATTCTAACAAATTCCTTATTTAAATTTATTCTATAATGTAAAAAATTCATTATATTAATGAATGTATAAGCTTGATATATATCTTTTGATGTAGAGTTGATATTAATTCCTATAATGTCATTAATTATATATAATTTAATTCCATTGTTTAATAAATTTCTTTTTTCATTAGTTAATCCAGATATAATAGCTAAATATGCATTATTGAAATCTTTAGTAAAGATTAGCTCATTTAGGATCTTAGTATATATTTCTAGAGGAACGTTCTGTGGTATATGTTCCATAATTATATTATAGTTAATGTATTATTTATAATATCATTTTATAGTATTATTATAAATTAGTTAATATCGTGTTTATTTTATATATAACCTATATGTAGAATAATTATTAAATAGAGAAGGTAATAATTTCCTTTCTTATTATATAATAACATAAGTTATTTAATATTAAAAGCTATTATATTATCATACTATTTATATAAAAATATTTAATTATCGATATCTCAATATTTTAATTTTTATGATGTTATAATATTAACTTAAAGAAATAATTATAAATGCATATAATTATGATGCAATTTTACTATTAAAGTTAATATGACATAATGAGACAAATCAAATCAAATTAACGAATTTATATGTAAATCTTAATTTATAGTATTTTATCATATTAAATGACAACATAGAATGTTATATAATATATAACTATCGACATCTCAAATTTTTAATTTTTATAATGTTATGATATTAACTTAAGAGAATAAGTATAGAAATATATCCAACCATAAACATGAATATCTAATACTATAATTAAGATACTTTATTTTTGATATAATACTATACATTATTATATATCAAATATATTTAAGTAGTATTATTAGTATCAAATAAAAATATCATTTCATCATTTGTCATTTCCTAATATATATATATATATATATAATTTATAAAATTATATATATAATATAATAATGAAACTGAAAATAGACTTATAAAATATGTTACAATATAATAATAAAACATATTTAGGTATTAACTTATGATAATTATTAATAATTACATTAATAATTATGAAATGCTTGTCGTGTAAGTTGTTCATGTCAACGATGAGGACAAGTTATAAAAAATTTTTTGGAGATGGTGATGATGAAGTTATAAAAAATTTTTTGAAGATGATGAAGTTGTAAAAAATTTTTTTGAAGATGATGAAGTTGTTAAAATATTTTTTTGAAGATGATGAAGTTGTTAAAAAATATTTTTTGAAGAGGTCGAGTTGGAAAAAAATTTTTTTGAAGATGATGAAGTTGGAAAAAAATTTTTTCTCTTGCAGAGTGAAGCGAGATAGATTACGAAATTATAAAAAAATTTTTTTGAAGATGATGAGTTATAAAATATTTTTAGAAGGATCGAGTTGTAAAAAATTTTTAGAAGGGTCGAGTTGTAAAATTTTTCTCTTTCTTCTTCCTGTTGGCTCTGCAAGAGGGCGAGATAACCAAGTGAGATATCGAAGCGAGATAGAAGATGATGAAGTTGTAAAAAATTTTTTGGAGATGGTGATGATGAAGTTATAAAAATATTTTTTATGAAGTCGAAGTTGTTAAAAATATTTTAGGATGACCAAGTTACAAAAAGTTTTTGAAGATGAAGTTGCAAAAATTTTAATATGATCAGATTATATTACTTATTTTACATACTATTATACAAGCCCAATAATACTCGCTGTGAACTGATGTATAATATAATACTTAATTATAGTCATTATTACATACTAATAATAAATATAATAAGAAGAAGATTATGGATTCTCCCTTATTACATAAAATAATTCTTTAAGAAATTATTTTTTTACATAATCCATTAATATAAATTCTATAATGATAATTTTAATATAACAAAGTATAATAAAATCTAAATTCCAATAGTTTAGTCTTGTCCAGACACAAACAATATATTTAATATTAAAGTTAATACATAAAAACAATCTTAATATTAAGTATATACGAAACATTTTATGCAAGGTTGGTCCACATGATTTTAGATATCAACTTCTGCATTGTAACATCTATATAAAAAAGTATCTATCTTTATTAAATTATTCTTTTAAGCTGTCATAATTTTATGAGTTCCATAACTTCATAACTATATATAGTTTATAATTTTTTTATAAATTATATATTATAGGGTTCCACTTACAAAAAAATTTAATAAAGATAGATACTTTTTTATATAGATGTTACAATACAGAAGTTGATATTTAAAATCATTATTTTACATAAAGTTTTTACTTTTGTATTTAATGTATAGGTACACGTGAATTCAATTATAACATATTTTATCCTTATAACTTTAATACCATTTTTATCTTAGATATTATAATCAAGAGGGTTGGACTATGGAAATTTTGGTTGTTCTGGTTTTGAGCGGTTGGGTTATATATTGTAATTATCATATAGATTATATGATAATATAATTTATATATTTAGAATATCAAAATAGTAATGTAAAGTATGTATTAAATGTTATATATGATATTTAATGTGTATAAGATGATTATGTTATCTTCCCATCATCTCTATTCTTATATATTATATAATTATATATTATATATATTATATAATATAAGAATGGAGGTGATGAGGAAAAAATAATTTAGTGTTGTACATAATATATGTTGATAACATATATTTAGGTATTAAATTATGATAATTATTAAGAATTATATTAATAATTATGAAAGGTAGGATGGCGACTTTATAAAACTTTTTTAGAAACGATGTGATGAGATGAAAAAAATTTTGAAGAGGTCGATTATAAAAAAATTTTTGGAAGATGATGAGATGAAAAAGATTTAATATGACGAGGCGAGAATGAACTTGTAATAATTGAAAACAGCGATAAAGTAATATAAATAATTTAATATTTATTCCAATAGGTTTATTATATTAAAATATGGTAAAAATGTTAAGTTAATATATTTTTTAAGAAGAGAAGATAATAATTTTTCCTCTTATTATGGAAAATAAATTTTTATGGAATTATTTTCTATAATCATATGATATTATAAATTATGCAATATTATAATTAGTATTAATTTACATCACGAATAAAAAATAGAAATATTTAAATATACATTTTTTAATTATGTTGTAAACTAATGATAATTATAATATTACATCACAACATTATTTATATGAAAATATTTAATTATCGACATTCTAAAATTTTAACTTTTAGGATTATATGATATTCCCTTAAAGAAATAAATTTAAATTATTGTCTATAGAAACAAATTTTATATTGAGGTTACTATGCTATAATAATATAAAACAGATAAAATTATCCATTTTTTATGTGAGTTATAAAATATACAATCTTATCATATTAAATTACCATATCAAATATTATATAATATCGAATTATCAACATTATAAATTTTATATTTTTAATAATTTGTAATAAACCCTTTAAAGAATAAATCCAAATTATTATCATCAAGATGTAATTTTGATATTAAAGTTAATATGTTGAAAGAATATAAACCAAATAAAATAATCAAATTTTTATGTGAGTTATAATTTATACCATATTAATATATTAAATCATGATATCAAATATTATATAATATTTAATTATCGACGTTCCAAATTTTATATTTTTAGTAATGTATGATACTAATTTAAAGAAATTGTTATTTTATAGTTTATAAAATTGATGATTAAATTTTATAATGATAATATATAGCGATACTATTAACAAATAATAAACTATGGAATATATGATCTATTATAACAATCTTATCAATATCACAAAATTGAAAGATTCTGCCGACGAATATTTTAAATCTAAATTAGGTGATATTCAATATATTAGTGAATATTTATATAAAGCAATAGAAGAAAACCCTAATAGTGTTGGATATCTATCTAATTTATTATATTTAGGACAAAATAATGAAAATTTAAAACCTTTGGCTGGCAGATTAGTTCTATATCATGCAGCAGGATCTGATTTGCATTCATCCAGCAATCCTAAATATGACGTTAACTTATTACTAGACCAATGTAAAGCAGAATACATAAAGGCATTAACAAATAAGCACGTAAATTTAATATGTTCAACTCAGTTATAATATAATTATACAAGTTTATATGACAGTTATGTCATGTAATACAAATGATAATAGAAGAATTAAGCATTGATAGTAATATCCATTTTATATATAAATTGTATTTGATGGGGTGGTATACATAAACCTTTTACGTATGCTATAAATCTATAAGCGATCATATAAGTTGGATAACATTTTAATATTAGTATGTACTATAAATCTATAAACAATTATATAAAATTTGGATGTAAAAGGTTTATGTATACCACCCCATCAAATACAATTTATATATAAAATGGATATTACTATCAATGCTTAATTCTTATTATATTCTCTTCTCATATCATTCCATAACTATTGTAATTTATATGATATAACTATGAACTATTATTATCTATTATAGATTATATAATCTATAAAACAATTATATAATCTATAATAGATTATATAATTTAGCAACCTAAGATGCGAGCATGTGCAATGCAGTTTGTGATAATGACTTTGCATGATCAATATCAAAGCATCTAGCTTGGGCCTGTTGCACATTATAACAAGATAGAATACCATTAATTATCGGAACTCGTTCGTCCAATGATATTCTAACCAATGATGATGTAACAGAATCCGAAATTAATTCAAAATGATAAGTATCCCCTTTAATGACAACCCCACAACATATTATAATATCATAATCTCCACTTTTCGCCATTTGCTGACATTTGTATATTATCTCAAAACATCCAGGAACCTCAATATCCATTATATTTATCATATTATTACTCTCCAATCCTTTCCTAATGTTACTAACTAATATATTAACTAATTGAGAATTCCACATCGTCTTTATTATTCCTATTCTCTTCTTCGCGTTTAATTTATATTCTATATCCATAAATTTTGGATATGACTTACCTAATGTCTCATCTTTCTTTATATTAATATTTAATGTTGATAGTTGAGGATTATTTTTGTTCTCTTTGTCAGATAAATATTTACTATTATGTTGATTTGGAATTACTGGAATAGTTACAACATTTTCCAATAAATTCTTTAAAGATTGTATTTTATTTGGATTGGAAGATAATAATGTACATTTTTTAACTCCTAATAATTGAAGTATAACTTTTGCATCATCATATGTCCGACTATCTTCTTTCATTCCAAGTTTCTTATTGGCTTCATATGTATCAAATCCTACCTTTTGTTGTAATTCATAACATTTTACTTTATTTGATAAACCAATACCACGACCTTCATGTCCACCATAATACATAAATATTCCACATCCATATTCGTTAATTAAATGAAAAGACTTATCAGCTTGATCTAAACAATCACATAACGCACTTCCCATAATATGTCCAGTAAAGCATTCGGAATGTATTCTAACATATGGTGTTTCCTTTCCTATACAATCCTTATTTTTGATAAGCACACAATGATTTACCCCATCAGACCTTTCATATACTTGTATATTCCATATCCCCAAATCCTTACCATTCTTAATAACTGGAATTGAAGATTCTGATGCCATAATTAATGTACTATCTTCTTTCATTATCTTGTCTCTTTCTTCGGAAATCTTATCTATATATTCTTCTAATTGTTTAATAGTTAGAACTTTTATGTCGTGTTCTTTACCAAATTTTAGACAATCATCCCTTCGTAGCATCATTCCGGTTTCGTGGCTTTGTAGTTCGGAGATAACGGCAACCGAATGTAAGCCAGCTAATTTACATAGATCTATTGATGCCTCTGTATGTCCCTTTCTCTCCTTTATTCCACCTTCCCTAGCTATCAACGGAAATATATGACCTGGCTTTCTAAGTGAGTTAGGTTCTGTTGCATTTAATATAGTTTTTATTGTTTTAAATCTATCTAAAGTACTAACTCCAGTCCCTGCATCTACATCATCACATGTAATAGTAAATGCGGTACCATGGGCATCATTATTATTAGTTACCATGGGATGTAATCCAAGAAGGTCAGCTTTATCTTTACTAATAGGAACACAAATAATTCCTGTAGTATGTCTGATCATAAATGTTATTTGTTCTGGAGTTATATGTTGAGCCGCAATAATAATATCTCCTTCATTTTCTCTATCTTCATCATCAAGAACGATAAGAGGCTTGCCAATTCTAAAATCATTAATACATTCTTTTATATTATATTCCATCTTTCATTCTTACAAATTATATTATTAAGAACATTTTTTTAATTGTGAGACATATGTATAATTCCAAAATGTATATAATTATATGTGTATATTTTATACTTTAATAAAGTTAAAATTATTATCTATTTGTATCTCATCAATTTGATATGGATTATAATATATAACTTCCAGAGTTTTAATTTTGTATAAATTGATATTTAGGATAGAATGTATACATGTGTTGGATGCATTTAACAATTATCTTATAACTATCAACACAGGTTGACATCTAAGTTTAGTCTTATATAAAGATAATTTATATTTAAAGCAGAGGAAGACATACCTAAAATTAACTAGTACAATATATAGGATAAAATATTATTCATTACAACAAACTTTTAGTGAATTATATTTATATAAATATAATTTATGATTTATCTATTTGGGGATAAAGGTATTTTCATATTTTGTACTCTATTGAACTGAGGAAGGGTTCTATTTTTTGATATTAATGTATTAGGAATTCTCTGACCTTTAAGGAATATCTTTCCTATAGATGTCAATGTCCAAGCAAGATTAGTGGGATTAAAGCTGTAATGTTTATTATTTTCTGACATCTTCTAATTATCATATTTTATTTATAATAAAGTCATTTTATTATAATATAACAGCTAGAATAAATACAAACTCTATGGCATAGGATAATAAATTTACTAATTGAATATGAAGAAATAATGTTTATTTTATACTAGAAGGCTTACTGAAGGTAATAGTCATATAACACAAAATTGATGATATAGTTACAATAATAGGGATTCCGATTACAGGATGGGTTATATCTAAAGCTCTCAGAATTATGGGTACATGTACGATAATATACATTGATATACTACTCATCGCTACAAATGCCGCAACGCACATAATTTGTTCCACATCCATTGTATTATCTTCATTATCTTCTTCCCTTTTAGTGAGAGTTTTTGGTTCTTTATCTAACTGGGTGCAATAAGAAGCACAAAATAATTTTTTGTTATTAATTTGTAAATGAAGTGGGGTATATGTAGAGGGTTTAGTAAAAATGTTCTTCTTTTTAAGTTGTTGCTGTGGTGGATATGATTTCTTAGATAGGGAAATCATAATTCTTTTATTGGCGAACATGGAACTATTATTCTTCTTATTATCAGTATGACGATATCTAAAGAATGAATTATAAGTGGGAATTGTATATTTAACGATATTAGATAACATTATGTATAATATATTGTCGATTAATATTAATAATAATAAATAAAAATCAATTTATGTGGTTGTGGTAGTTGTAGTGGGAGTGGGAAGTAAAGGAACAAGAGGAACAGTGGTGGTAGAAGTTATAGGTACTTGTCGAATATATACATTAGTGCTTGTGCTAGAGGCAATAATATCTTCGTCTCCGGTATATATTATATATCTATTACTACGTTCATCATAGGAGAATCCAAGACAGGTATCGGCATTAGAATCGCATTTAGTGATGGCATCGGTTACACTGTTAGCCTGCCCTATAACAACATTTGGGGAGAAGACAGTTCTGGCTGGTAAAACCCCATAGGGACCTTTAACGGTATAAAGAGGGGTTGAAGATGTAGTTAGAAGATAGATAAATAGGAATATTAAGATTAAAAAAACAATAAAGATAATTGTTATTATAATTATAAAGGAGGAGTCCATTTAAAATAATGGAAATAATTGGTAAGTATATTGATGACGATGCACTTAATTATATTCGGGAAATAAGTAAAAAGGGTTCCTCGGCATTAATAGTATTGGTGGGAAGTAAAGGTGGAAAGACAACTATGTTAAATACCTTAATCTCCTCATATCCCAAATTTTTTAATCGTATAGATTATTTAGATATTCATAAGGAATGTAAAAACTTATATACCTTCTTCCAAAGTAATAGAACATGTTCTGTTGTCGATGCAGAAAAACTACAGACACTATTATGTCCAGTTTCTATATTGGACATGACTGGTTTAATGGATGAATTACCATTAATTATATCAGGATTAAAGCTTATGTTAAGGCATTCAGATTTGAAGAATAAACAAAGAGTTATAGTGATAGATTCAGATATACCAAATAATTCTAATGCATTACAACAGATTGATGCTGATATAATTAGGATGAAGTATAAATTTGTGGATAGAAATCCCATTAGACCAAACGAAAGATGTGCAATAAGAAATATTATTTAACTTATCACATTATATAATTGTCTTATAATTATATAATCTAGCTTATTACATTATATAACTATATAACTATATAATTTTTCCATACTTGTCAATTATAGTTGTATAATTATGAGATAAAGGTATATTAATTATAACCATTCTGGGTCATTAGTTTCAATATAAAACGTATCTTATAAATATCTAATAAATTCAATTTTGTCATGTATATAATTTATGTATAAATTGGTCATTACCATCAATATCTTATTTAATGTATTCTTTATTTTATAAATTATAATCTTATATTGTATTTACGAATTATAATAAGTATTAATGCTATAGTTATATAATAGATTATATAATTATTATTATAGTTATATAATATAAATGTATTTGTAGATTATGTGTATTGAATATTATGTTCCTCCAATAATTTTAATAATATATTATTATTATCTCCTTTTATAACATTAAGTATTCGAATATCCAAAGTATATGAAGATGAATTATGTCTTTTATCTAAAACCCATTTAAGAACATTCATATCACCACCAATTAATGCATAATTTAAAGACATCTCAGGAATATGTTTTATACTAGTATATATGCATTTTATAATATCAAGACTGCATTCCTGTAATGCAAATATAAAATCTTTATCTGTTATCTTCATTCCAATATCTAATAACCATTGTATTATCTCAGCTTTACATTTTAATTTTATTCTGTATATATATTTGAATATTATATTATAAGGATAATTATATCCTATATTGTACAAACATTTAAATAATTCCAAATTATTCCTTTCTATTAATAAATTATTTAACCTTTTATTACTTTGTAGTGGACATCTTATATCTGCCAACAATTTTATTGCATTTAAACTATTTGCATCAACTGCCACTTCATAAAAATATTCCTCCATTTCAACTGTAAATTTATCTATAATAAATGTCATTAATGAAACATTGTTAGTTTCTATTGCTATTATAAATGAATATCTATGATCACATCGTTCATGATATCCATTACTTATCAACCATTTTATATTATCTATATTTCCAATTCTTATTGCGCCATAAAATAAATACTTATCCCACGGGCATCGATTTTGATGTAACCATTTTAAATTATCTAAATTACAATGGATCGCAGCATGACAGAATACTGATGCAGTTAATGGACATCCAATATTATACAACCATTTCAAATTATCTAAATTACCATATCTTGTGGCAGCTGCCATTGTATCTTCATGGTATTTACAATGTTCATCAGTATCCACAAGTAATAAACTTCTTCCGTTGACATTATATACAAAATCTTTACATTTTAATTCATCATATACTGCATCATTCGGATTTAATAGCCATTCCATCACATCCATTCTTCCATATCTTGCCGCAATTATAAATACATCTTCTTGCAATACATCTTTGGCATTTTTGGTGACCCATGCTTTCTTGCAAAAGTTAAGCAACCATCTCATACCATATAAATTACCCACTTTTGCCATATCAACAAAACATTTACTTACCATTCCAAAATTTCCAAACCATAGTCTAATATATGAATCCATAGTACCTTCAACATTTATATCCTTACTTATATGAGGTATGTTATTATCTATAATTTTTGTAATAAAATATGAGGGACAGTATTCACATGGCCTATTATATTTAATTTTGTGTCCAGATAACCATTCCACTATATGCCATTGGCCATGGACTATAGAATACCACATAAACTCATCGCTCCAATCTTCTATATCCAAAATCTTCAAAGTTCCTAAATTACCATTCTTAATAAGGAATTTAATGTTTATCTTATTTTTATATTTGCTTCTATATTCTTTATTAACTAATCTTAATAAACTCTTTTCTTTATCCTTAAGAAAGTTGGTAACCATGTAATTAAACACATCTTTTGTTATATTATATTCTTCCATAATTGATTATCATCTTATTTATTATATTAATAAATAAATATCATTTTATTATATTACATATATTGTTTAAATAAATTTACAAGTTCCATATTATTACGTTTGGAAGCTTCATCATAACAAAACTTACTCACACCACATTTACAATCTACCACTAACCACCTCATCATATTTATATCCCTATCTTCCAAAACTGCATATTCTAATGCGAACTCACTAATTACCTTATGTTCTGATACAGAATACATCCATTTCATATCATCTAAAGTACAATATCTTGCTGCGAATGTAATAGTAGAATCTAATATTGGATATCCAATTCCATATAAGTATTTTATCACATCTATTTTATAATTCCATCGCACAACTCCTAAATATATTGATATAATATTATTGGGATATTTATATCCTATTTCATGTAAACTTTGGAAAACATTTAAATTATTCTTGTATGAAGTACCTTCGAATATATGAATATTATTAATATCAAAAGGACATCCTGTAGAATGCAAATATTTTATTGCTTTTGCATTTTCCTTCCTTATAGCAACATGATAAGAATATATATCCATAGGACAACCAAACTCCGTTTTCAAATATGTTGCTAAAGTTAAGTTATCCTCTCGAATAGCTTCGGCAAATGATACGGAACTCATAGGACATCCATCATTCTCGCTAGCGCTCTGCAAGAGGATCCATTTTAAATTATGTATATTTCCATTTTTAACTGCTCTAGTAAATGCGCGATCTGTCCATTGACATCCAATAGATATTAACCATTTCATATTTTCTATGTTTCCATATCTTCCTGCTTCCTCTAATGCATAGGAACTTACATTACATCCAATTGACTTCAGCCATTTCATATTATCCAGATTACCAAATCTTGCTGCGGCTGCCATAACTTTATCACCATAGCGGATAGTAGTTACTTCGGATATCCATTGTAAAATATTGATGTGTCCTCTTCTGGCGGCATTAATAAATACCGTTTCTTTCCAACTACATTCTTTTATATCATATCCCGTCTGTAAGAAATTGTGTAACCATTTTATACCGTATAAATTTCCATTTTTTGCCATATTATCAAATGCTTTATCTGGTTCATCAAATATCCTAAATAGGAATAAGAAAAGATAAGAATTATTTATGTCTATAGATTTAGATAGGTGAGGTATATTACTATTAATAATTTTATTCATCGTATCTATTTGATACTTAGAAGGTTTATCTTTTAGATTGATACTTAAGTTTGATAACCATTCTACGATATCCCATTTACCATATTGAATTGCATATCTTATAAATTTTGGTGTCCATTTATCTATCTTTATATAATTAAGTGTTCCTAAATTACCATTTTTAATAATAGATTTAATATTTATGCTATTTTTATATTTGTGTCTATATTCTTTATTAACTAATTTTAATAAGGGTTTCTCCTTATCTTTTAAAAATTTCTCAACCATATATCCAAAAACATCTTTTGTTATATTATACTCCTCCATAATTGGTTATTATCTTATTTATTAATATAATAAATAAAATATCATTTTTATTTTATATCTATATGTTATTTAATATGATTTCATCCTGTAACCTAAGGTAAATATGGACTTTAATATCTAACCGATACTTCTTTCTTATTTCCTTCATTATCCTTGTTTCTTTGATGTATACCATCCCATTGCATCAATTTTATAGTTAATTATATCCATACTTTATATATGATTTTATCTTGTAATTTATATTATTACAAATTAAGAAATGTCAAAGTTGGAAATTATAGTTTTATGGTTGTGAAAATTATAAATTAACTTTGTATAAGATTATATTTATATGAAATTATAAATTAACTTTGTATAAGAATATATTTATATAAGATTATAAATTAACTTTATAGAAGATTATGTTCATAGAAGATTATAAATTAACTTTATAGAAAATTATGTTCATAGAAGATTATAAATTAACTTTACATAAGATTATATAAAGATAAAATTATCTTTACAAATGATAGAAGTGATCAATTATAACCTATTATAATGTTTGGATAATATTTTCGTATTAATGCCTCTGTTTCTTTTTGCTTACGATATAAATATATTTGTTTGACAGTAAATTTACAGTTGAATTCTATTAGTAATTTAAGATAATCAAGATCATCCTTTTCCGACGCATAATAAAAAATATTATTATTTATCTCACATCCGTTCTCCAATAATATTCTCGCAACCTGTAAATTATTGCATATTATCGCACATTCTAGAAACTCTGCTTTCATATTCTTTTGTCCTGAATTCTGATATATCCATAGAAAGATATCTGTAGTGCATCCTTCGCATGCATATAATACTTCCTTTTCTAATATCTCCCCTCCAATTTCCTTCATCCATTCTAATATTTCTATCTTACATTCATTTTTGCTCTTTCTTATATATCCTTGGATAATATATCTATTAAAATTATATCCTAACTCATATAAACATTTAAAGACAGATAAATCGTTTGCTTTTATACAATTTTCTAATATATATTCATCGTATACAATTAATGGACATCCAATATTATATAAGAATTTTATAGCTTCGACATTTTTTTCCTTTATGGCCCCGTAATAAATGTATGAATCCCTAGGACAACTAAATTCTTCATGTAATATTTTAGCTAGGTATAAGTTATTATTTTTAATAGCTTGCCACATTGACCCACTACTCACCATACATCCTATACTCTTAAGCCATCTCATATTATCTACATTTCCATTACCCACTGCCCTAATAAAGGTAATCAAATTAGGTTTACATCCTATGCTGTTTAGCCATTTCATATTTTCCAAATTTCCATTTTTTGCTGCCGCAGAGAATGTATCTTGATCAGAATAGAATTTCATGTCTTTTAACCATTTCATAGTATCCAAATCTCCGTATATTGCAGCTGCTGTCATAATTTCACTACCAAACCCATATTTATGATGTGAATGTAAGTATTCTATTATTTCTGGGGTGAGTATCCATTCAATTATATTTTTATGTCCATATTTAAGCGCATTTATAATTATATTTGAATCCATATCAACAAGGTATTTATTAGTAATAGATTCATCATAAATACACATAATTTGATATAACCATTTTATACCATATAAATTACCTCGCTTTGCCAATGCCGAAAAATACTTCTTATTATATATAACAATATTTTCTAAACAGAGGTAAATATAGGACTTATTTTCATTTATATTTATATTTAGATGAGGTACACCAGCATTTATAATTTTTTTTAGTAATTCCGTTAGAACATGGGTACTTGACACAGTGTTGAGAATTTGAGATGATAACCACTCTACTATATCCCATTTTCCATATTTAATAGCATACCACATAAATTTATTTTCCCATTTTTCTATGATTATATGCTTAAGTATACCTAGCCATCCATTTTTTATTATATGTTTTATATTAATCTTTCCATTATATTTATTTTTAAGTTCTTTGTTAGTTAGTCTAATTGTAGATATGTCATCCGTGTTTACAAAATTTTTGACCATATAATTAAAAACATCCTTTGTTATATTATATTCTGACATTATATATTACATAAGTAATAATAAAAATAAATAAAATATCATTTTTATTATAAATTATGTTATAAATAAGTTATAATATGTTAAACTAAGATGAATATAATCTCTTATAACTCGACTCTCCATCGTCAGATGGAGAGCTTTACTTATCATCTTTAGATGATAAGGTGAGACTTACTTTATAATCTCTTATAACTTTATAACTTTATAATTTCTTATAAGTTTATAATTCTATAACTTTATAATTCTATAACTTTATAATCTTTCATAACTTTATAATTCTACAACTTTATAATCTCTTATAACTTTATAATTCTATAACTCGACTTATCATCTAAAGATGATAAGGTGAGGCTTACTTTACAATCTTTCATAACTTTATAATTTTATAATAGTATATTAATTACTAAATATAAATATGGTATTAATGTTATGATATAAATATAACATTAATTTTATTCTATGGGTACTACCACATAAACTAATAATAGTATTAACATCTCAGCATATTGGAATGTTCGTGTGGTAGTACCCATAGAATAAAATTAATGTTATATTTATATCATAACATTAATACCATATTTATATTTAGTAATTAATATACTATTATAAAATTATAAAGTTATAAGAGATTATAGAATTATAAAATTATAAGAAATTATAAGAAATTATAAAGTTATAGAAGATTATAGAATTATAAAGTTATAAGAAATTATAAAGTTATAGAAGATTATAGAATTATAAAGTTATGAAAGATTATAAAGTTATGAAAGATTATAAAGTTATAGAATTATAAAGTTATAAGAGATTATAAAGTTGTAGAATTATAAAGTTATAGAATTATAAAGTTATAAGAGATTATAAAGTTGTAGAATTATAAAGTTATAAGAGATTATAAAGTTGTAGAATTATAAAGTTATAGAATTATAAAGTTATGGAAGATTATAAATGTATATAACATAATTTATAATAAAAAATGATACTAATAATATGGTTATAAATTAATGTAATTTATAATCTATGTATACCTATGCACGACTAATTTTTTTATAGTTTATATAACTTCGTAGATGATTTTTATTGTGTATACTTATATATAAATTTACAAATTTTGAAATGTAAATAAAGAAGATTAATTATAATAGATTAGAAAATTAGTCGTGCATAGGTATACATAGATTATAAATTACATTAATTTATAACCATATTATTAGTATCATTTTATTATAACGTTATAAAGTCATAAGAGATTATAAAGTTACAGAGTTATAGAAGATTATAAAGTTATAGAATTATAAAGTCATAGAAGATTATAAAGTTGTAGAATTATAAAGTAAGTCTTACCTTATCATCTTTAGATGATAAGTCGAGTTATAGAATTATAAAGTTATAGAATTATAAAGTTATAAAAGATTATAAAGTTATAATTGTATAACTTTATAGGAGATTATAAAATTATAAAGTTATAGAAGATTATAAAGTTATAATTGTATAACTTTATAAAGTTATAGGAGATTATAAACATATCAATTCAATAATATCAAAATTTCAACGTTTAATAGCATGCCACATAACTTTACTTTTACATTTTTATAATCACATACTTGGATATATTTATATCAACCTTCTTATCCCATTTATTAAACAATTTAAATATCATTATATCGTCTTCTTTTATAAAATCACCATATATTTATTAATATAATAAATATAAATTAGAGATCAGGAATAAATTTGGAGACATCCGTAAATTGTTCATAATAATATAGTTTCACCACAATTGGGATTACTTCTATATTATTATATTCCTTATAAGATCCTATAGATATATTTCCTTCCATCCAATCATCAGGAGCATTCCCAAATGGGGAAGCTCCAACTAATCCATCCATCAATAATTCCATATCTATCATATTATTCTTATTATTTACAAATGCTATATATTTATTATTATTGTCAACATATCCACCTATTGGCGATAACGGATACAAGTATGAGACAATATCTGCTTTTCTTAAATAATCTTTAACTTTTGCGTCCAAAATTACGTCCCCAGTTGGATAAGTTTTTTCCTGATAATCCCCATCCATATATGCGTGAAGAGTTATATCAAATTCCACTCTTAATATATCCATTTTCTTATAATTATATTTTATAATAACCTAAAACTACATAAACTACAACTTTACATTTTATAAATATTTATAATTAAATTCTATGTGTCCTACCCCATAGAACATATTTTATATAATATAAATGTGGTGTTGTTAATATCATATTTATCTTTAATTTTATATTTATAATCCAAAACTGTATAAATTATAATTATTCATAATTAAATTCTATGGGTCCTACCACATAGAACATATTTTATATAATATAAATGTGATGTTGTTAATATCATATTTATCTTCAATTTTATGTTTATATGGGTTTGAGAGAATAAAGAATTGCGATGTGTGAACCATGATATGATAGATTAATAAATTATATGTTCATTACAGAATGATGATTGCTGTAATGAGATCAAATAGTTACATATATTACATATATTGCATTACCGCAAACTGATAATTTTAACTAAATATTCTTATATGTAAGAAGATATGCATAGGTATTTACCTTTAATTATAGGAATAACGTTTTTATTACTTTTTACCATTCCTGCATCTTTAATTTATGGCATTGGAATAGTTCATACGTGGCGTCCATTAGAAGCAAACCATACTATATATACACGACAACATTGCACATTGAACGATATATATATTTTATATCAAGATAACTATTATCTACAATTCAATGTGAGTCTAGGACCTTATACAGGTATAGCATATGAATCCATACCAGAAGTCTCATATAAAACCGAAGAAGAAGCAGAAAATATGATATATAAATATGATGGGTCCAATTCATCGGTTTGTTATCTATCATCACAAGATATGACGATATATATAAATTATGACATTGCGATGATAAAATCCATGATATTAAAATTAAGTTATGCAGCATATGCGTTATTCGGTGCAGCAATACTTCCATTTTTATATGTCATTGGAGTCATTATAGGACATACAAAATGTTGGAGTAAATTTGTCTTAGGTGATCTAACTAAAGATGATGCTCTTAGTTAATTTATGCATTTATTATCTATATGATATATAGATAATTATATTTTATAATCTGGATATTATGTGGGTGATTGTTCTTTGTAATTTAACTATTAATATAGAAAATTATAGGTTATATATGATATTCTAAGAAGTGCAGTATGAAGGAATGTCAAAATATTTATTGTAATTTATATTACGCACCATAAATCTATAATCGAATTCAAATTTCTCATAATATGAATATGAATAAATATCCTTCCTATATATATAATTATCAAGAGTATCAATATAAAATTTTACATAACTCGCAATTGTTGATTGTGAGATTTACTTTTTTCTAATATATTGTCACTATTTAATACCGGAATATAAATATTATCAGAAGCAGTTATAGTATGCGTAGTATAAATTTTGGATTTAAGATTATTAAAATTATTTGACATATCATGATATGTAAAGTTTTTATTATTTAGTAAAATTCTCACACAACTATTTCCAGTCTTCTCTTCCCTTACATGATATGATACATCATTCATTATATAATATCGTAATGTATAATTTTGTTTCTGATATTGGGCACTATAATATATTCTATTTCTCTCAACATCATATACTTCCAAAATATTAATGCTATAATGTGTTGGTGTATTTTCATATACATCTTCTAACCTCATAAAATTTTCAGTGTCACATGTCTTTCTTTTATACATATAGTGTTTTCCAATACACATATACGAATTATTAATAGATGCTTCGCATATAACAATAAATAAAACTATAACCAATAACTTATACATATTATCTCTTCTATATAAATATATAAATATATAAATGTCATTTTAACTGTTCAGTATAAATGTGAAATTGATTTCTTATTGATTTATTGGGATAAAGTAAGGACATACATAAAGAATGGAGTACGACTATAAATATAAGGAGATATTACGAAATAATATGGTAAAAGATAATATAGTTGATGCTTATGCATTCGAATCGTATTTTATAATTAACAATTCCATAAGAAGAAAGAGAATAAGTAAAACTATTTATAATGCCATAGCTCATATTATATCTATTATAGATAGAATGCCAGGATTACCGGAAGACACTGTTATATATCGTGCATTAAATAACGAATGTTATGAAAATTTAGATATAGGAGAAAGTATAATAGACGAAGCATTTACATCTTTTACTATATCAGAGACAATGGGAAATTCAATGACATCTAATGCAACAATGGAATCCATATTACCTAAAGGAACTAAATTTATATATATTGGTGCAGAATATGAAATATTGACTTATCCAGGTGTAAAATATACTATAGAAGACAAAACTACAATAAAAGTATATAAAGTAGAATTACCAAAATATTATGTTGATCTAGAATCCATATATAATCTGGATAATATCAAATCATATGTAGATGAAAGTTTAGATAATGATTATAAAGGTATTCCAAATCTAGAATCATCGGAATATTATACTTATATAGTGGAGAAACTTAATTTAGAAGAATATATTTAATCTATAAACTTATTTTATCCTTAATTACCTTGTATATTTAATCTATAAAGTTATTCCACTATCAATTTAGAAGAATATATTTAATCTATAAACTTATATAAATAGATAAATTATAGTTAATTACCTTATATATTAATTTAGAAGAATATATTTAATCTATAAACGTATATAAATCGATAAATTATAGGTAATTAATAAATATACAGATAAATAATAGTTATATAATTTATCTATGTACATATAAATATGAAGACCCAGAAGAAAGAATCTCGATATAATTTTTGTTATGCAGCATTTTTTGTCCTATTTTTCTGTTCTTTTTCAGCATTTATATTAGATCAATATATTATACCAAATAGTGTATCACTATTTGATGAATCAATTGATTATAAAGAGGCATATTGCAACATAACTGGATATGATATAACAAAAAGAAGTTATCCATATGCACCTGGTTGTGCAAGTTGTGTATATAATGAATATTTACTATCCTTTGATGTACGATATATTACTGTTGATGATGGAGATAGTGGAAATGCAATTGGATATGAATCGGACCCTATGATATGGTATACATCATTGGAGAGATTAAATTATACGCTCGAAAATTATAAGATTGGTGATAATGTTTCTTGTTATCTTGTTATGAGTACATTTGAGGATGTGGTATATTTTGAATATGAAGTACTGTCAACCTTATTATATTTATATTTTATGTTTTATACGCTTATATTTTTATTCTCTATATCCCTAATATTCATAATAGTCTCTTGTATTATATCTTATAAAGTTAGTACGAATAAAATTAATAAGATAGATAAAACTTTATATGAAAACTTATAATGTTATATTTTATTAATATAATTATGTGTGGGATTTTCTGTGTTCTATCATTTTACCTTGTAACCATATTATATAATAATCTCATATAATTTATAATGCTATTATTATAACTTATTATTCTATTATATAATTTATAATTCCATTATATAATTTATAATCTCTTATTATAACTTATTATTCTATTATATAATTTATAATTCCATTATATAATTTATAATCCTGTTATGTAACTTTATAATCCTATTATATAACTTATTATTCTATTATATAATTTATTATTCTATTATATAATTTATAATCATGTTATGTAACTTTATAATGCTATTATTATAACTTATTATTCTATTATATAATTTATAATTCCATTATATAATTTATAATCCTGTTATGTAACTTTATAATCCTATTATATAACTATAATCTCTTATTATAATTTATTATTCTATTATATAATAATCTTATTATAATTTATTATTCTATTATATAATAATCTTATTATAATTTATTATTCTATTATATAATAATCTTATTATAATTTATTATTCTATTATATAATAATCTTATTATAATTTATAAGCCTTTTATATAATAATCTTATATAATTTATAATGCTATTATATAACTTATAATCTCTTATTATAACTTATTATTCTATTATATAATTTATTATTCTATTATATAAATTGTAATCTCCTCCCTGTGTTATAATAACTTACAAAATATAATCTCTTATTATATCTTATATCTTGTAACTATATTATATAATGAATCATAATCAAATCAAAAATGGGAGAAACTCTTGCTATCAAATATATCAAAACTTTAGGATTTACCATTTTATAATCTATTATAATTCTGTTCTAACCACAACTTCTAATATGTATAATTATAAATTAGAAGATAAAAAGGATATTGATAATAGTGATGTAATTACGTACAAAATCATTACAATGAGGTAGTATACACGGAATAAAAGCGTAAATATAAAAATACGGACGAGAAAATCAATGTAGTTATTTGTATATATATTACTTGTAAATTAATATTCTTTTGGTTAACTTATAATTTATTCCGTGTATACCACCTCATAGTAATTATTTTGTACGTAATTACATCACTATTATCAATATCATTTTTATATTCTAATTTATAATTGTGTAAATTAGAAGATAAACTAAAGGTAACAATTTATAATTAAAAGTTATATATCGCTAAGAAGATAATTATAAATCTCTTAATGTTTTAATTTGTATACAAAGAAATTAAACATGGATAAATACAGCCGCCTAATTTTATATATTGGTCTCATTAATTTTGTATTATTTGGAATAATGGGAAGTATAATATATGCCGTTGGTATACATCATATATGGAAACCCCTTCACGATAATTATAATCAATACTCCCAAACTCTATGTAATATAAATAATATTACCATTAACACCAACAATAACAAATTTTATCTTTCATTCGATGTCTCTTATACTATTTATAACATCACTAAACATGGAATATCTTATGAATCCATCCCAAATATAACTTATCCCACTATAAAAGATATTACCTCCATCATAAATAAATATAATATCTCACATACTGTCAACTGCCATACCTCCAATTCTTCTAATTTTATATATCTTAATTATGATATAAATACTATAGATTCTATGATCTTTAATTTAACATTTACATCATATTTCTTTATGGCATTAGCATCTACAAGTTTATTTTATACGCCATTTATGTTGTTAGGTGGGTGTCAATTAAAATATTGTAGTGGTATGAAAAAAAATATTACCCTTTCATAGTATCATTCCGTTGTTATAATGGGAAACTGATGTAGAGAACGCATGTTTAATAGTATATGATCCATGTAATAATCCATCTCTATAATAACAAATAACAGAATCCAATGTTATATCATTACCATTATCATATATGACAGAACGACTTTCATATTTTCCAACCCTAATCTCTCCATCATTCTCACTTCTTTCATTTTTCATAATATAATATTTCTCTATAATTTCGGAATTTTTTCCTAGTTTAGTTATTTTAAGTTTTGGTTTTAGGAAGTGAAGCTTTGCGTTAATCTTTTTTCCCAATTTATAGAATTTTTTACTTACTCTATGTAGAGAGGAATATACTTGTAAATTTGAGAGTAATATATGATGAAATATGATTTCAGAAGGTAACTCCTCCATTTTCATATAAATATTTATTCAATTAGTAATAAAATATATGTTGTCCTCCATTTGGAATATCTTTAAAAGAACAAAAGATTATAATAAAGAAGAATGGGTTATATATGATGATGATATAAGATGTACCGACGAGGAATGCGAAAGTATACATGATAATATGTCAAATAATAAATTGGATAATAGCATAGTTCCTCCTCCTAAACCTAGAGATCCTAATATTCACAAAATTGGAACATTTATTATAAGGGACGTAGAAAAATTTAAAGATATTGGATTTGAAGATAAAATGATATCTATTACTGGACCAAATAAGGATGGTTTGTATGTTGCTATATTATCATTTATACCATTGCATTTATTAGATAGCATTAAAGAAGCACAAAAAGATGGTATTATTATACAATATGAAATTTGTTAAAATGATAATTTAATTATTTATATATGAATAAATAGGAAATGGAATATAAACATAGAAGTATCCGTAAGTTAGGAACTTACAATGTTAACGAAAATATTATTTTACGAGAAAGAATACATTTTATAAGAGAGTTAAAGAACGTGACTATAATAATAGTTCGAAATAAATTACATTCTATCCAATTAATTGTTGCTAAGGATGTTAGAAATGGATCGGAATTGTCCATTGGTGATGTTGTTGATTTCTATGGTGTCCTAAGATCATGTAAAGAAGTTAAGGCAACATCTGTTAAAAATTTGGAATTACATGTGGAACGATATGAGGTAGTTAGTAAGTGTAATGATTTACCATTTACCGTTGAAGAATCTAATAATTATGGGCAAGTAGGGTTGAGTAAGAAGTTAGATAATAGAGTGGTTGATTTAAGAACGGAACTTAATCAATCTATTTTTACCATTAGATCATATTTTCTATCTTTATTCAGGGAATATCTACATAATAAAGATTTTATGGAGATAAATACACCTAAACTCATCGGAAATAAATCAGAAGGAGGCGCCCAAGTCTTCCATGTTCCATATTTTGAATCTCAAGCATATCTAGCACAATCTCCTCAACTATATAAGCAAATGATGATTAATTCTGATTATGGAAGAGTATTTGAAATAGGACCAGTATTCAGGGCAGAGAATTCTGGAACTAAGAGACATCTTTGTGAATTTACGGGATTAGATATTGAGATGGAGTTGGGAGTTGGAAAAAATCATAATCAAGTTATCAATGTTATTTGGAAGACATTACTACATATTTTTAATAATTTATCCAAGTATTGTGAGAATGAGATTAGTTATGTAAGATCGAAGGTAGGAAGTGTGGAATTAGAATATCCTAATGAACCATTATGTTTGACATTTTTAGAGTGCGTTCAATTATTGAAGGAGAGTGGATATGAACAAAATGAATTGGAGGATTTAAGTACAGAGAACGAAAGGAAGATGGGAGAAATAGTTAAAGAGAAATATGGAAGTGATATATTTGTTATTACACAATATCCAACATCATGTCGTCCTTTTTATACAAAGATAGAGGAAAGTAATAGTTTGTATTCGAACAGTTTTGATATTATAATGAGAGGGACAGAGATTAGTTCTGGGGCGCAACGTGAACATAATTATGAGGCATTGGTAAATAATATGGAGAGATGTGGAGTAAGTGCAGAAAGTTTGAAGGATTACTTAGTAAGTTTTAAGTATGGATCGAAGCCGCATGGAGGGTGTGGAATTGGATTAGAACGGTTAATATATTTGTATTTGGGATTAGAGGATGTTAGGAATGCATGTCTATTTCCAAGAGATCCAAAACGATTATTCCCATAAATTGATATTATATTTACAATGTTTATAAAAGAAAGATGAATGATAAGTTTTGGGATATGGTGGCGCATTATAAGGATAAGATTGAACCATCTTTAACGGAACCTGGATACTATGTTGTGTATATAAAGGATAATAATTATGAAGTTGAGAGATGTGATTCCTTAGGGGAGGCAAATCAATTTGTTATAGATCATTGTCCTCCTCCATATTCGTATGTTGGATATCATAATGTTCCAATTCCCAATTATCGTCATAAAAAGAATAGAATTAGGCCGTCAACTGCAGATTTTGATAGAATGAATGAACTTATTAAGCATGCTATACAATAATTGTTGTTCTTGATATCAAGTTATAATTATATATATTATATAATTATAATTATCTTTATAGTTTATAAATTATACTTTATAGATTATATAATAGTTTATACTTTATAAATTATAGATTATATAATAGATTATAATTTATACTTTATAAATTATATTTTATAGATTATACTTTATAGATTATATAATAGTTTATACTTTATAAAGTATAGATTATATAATAGATTATATTATAGATTATATATTATACGTTATACTTTATACATTACAGATTATAGATTATACTTTATACATTACAGATTATAGATTATACTTTATACATTACAGATTATAGATTATAGATTATATATGGATTCTAGATTATACTTTATACTTTATAGTTTATAAAGTGTAATCTATACATTACAGATTACAGATTATACTTTATACATTATAGATTATACTTTATACATTATAGATTATACTTTATGCATTATAGATTAAGATGTTGAATATATAAGAAGAATATGATATTAATATACTGAATATAAACTAGTATATATTTTATATAATGGGTGGGTATACATCACTTAATCCTATAATTTTATATTGGCTATTATATTATGAATTAAAATGATATTACTATAAATTATAATATCATATCACAAGATAATGTTTAATGATTTACCAAGAGAAATAATTGAAGAGATAGTAATTTATCTTAAAAGAGAGGAATTATATAATATATCATTATTAAATATGCGATTATATAAAATTTTACATGGTGAAGATTTTCTAAACAAGAAATTACAAAATGGTTATGGAAATATATATTATTATGATATAACTTTCCATCTTGAGGTGGAAAGGCGTTAGCACTATTAAGAAAATATTGCAAATTCCTAATGCAAAAGGAAGATATATAAGCGCTGGTTGTGGTTATATTATTTTTATTGGTATGAATAATAAGGTTTATATGGCTGGTCAAATCTTTGGAGATAATGACAAAGATGTATATGACGGTCATGCCAACATAGATGAGAATAATGTATTATATATTTGGGAAAATATAAATTATTATCTAAATACATATGATAACGATACAAAATTATATTCTAAATATAATAATTATAAGTTATTATTTGATGGATATGCAAAAAGTATAAGTGCTGGTGCCAATCACCTAGCTATTATAGATAAAGATGATAATGTGTGGATATATGGAGAGGATAGTTTTATTGATACAATTATAAATACGTTTGGCATAAATAATAGAGAAGGATTGATAAAGTTACCAAATATGAAAGCCAAGAAGATATCATGTGGATATGAACATATGGGAATTATTGATTATGATGACAATGTGATATTAGTTGGATCTAATAATCATGGACAACTTGGAATTGATGATGAGAATATTGTCATAAATAAGATAAATGGATATAAAGTTAAAAATATAAATTGCGGATGGGATTACACAGCATTTATCGATGATAATAATAATTTATACACGTTTGGATATAATGGGTACGTGGAAGGTGCTTTCGTGGGGGAATACGATATTCCGTCTGACGGCCGTTTAGGGTTAGGAGAAACGAAGTATGATATTTGTCTTCCAACTATAGTTCCAAATATAAAGGCTAAGGATGTAAATTGTGGGACAAATAATACATTAATTATAGATAAAATGAATAGGATGTATATTACTGGAGATTATAATGTGGATATTTATACACCATGTTTATTATATGATGAATCCGATATAAAGGTTAGGAAGTGTTGTAGTAAGGATATAACTATTTCATTTATAGATGATGATTATATATTATATTATAATAGGAAATGTAGTGAGGTTATATCTCAAGATGATATGATTTATGAGGATGTTATGATAGATTGGAATGTTATGTCTTTATCCGTTGGATATTGTAATAAATTTATATTCTATATTAAGTGTTAATAATGTTATATAATTACACATGATTATATAATATATTTACAACATTATTTAATTATATTAATATGAAGTATAACAAAATATATTACTTAATAGAGAAGTTATATTATTATATTATTATATTATATAATTTGTTATACTTCATATTAATTAATACCAAGAACACCAATACAAATCACTATAAAATTAATTTCATGCATATGCACACACCATAATTTTGTTCACAAAAACGTTATAATTATTAAATCATTTGTTATAATTAATATTACTTAGCATTAAGTAATATCAAGAAAAGATCTAAAGATAAATATAAATCTAATTTTATGCATGCCAACGCACAATGACTATATTCACGAAAATGTCATAAATTTTATTGTTTATATGTATTATATCCTATATCATATTTTATCTTCTTTTATTAAATTATTCCTTTATGGATTTATAATCTTCGGAGTTTATATAATATTTTTTATATAAACTTATATATAATTATAAAGTTAGGTGCTTATCTCTCTTTTCGTTCTTATAAATGAAATTAATGTCGTATGTAAGAGGTAAAGAGAATGACATAATATGAGAAGTTAATAACTATTATTACATAATTTATATCTCCATCATGTATGACACCTCATCGTATCTATTTTATATCATTTTACCTATATAGTATTAGTATCTATTTTATATGTTATACTATTAAATATATCTAAATGCAATAGTTGTTGTTATAATAATATAAATTACGTAATATAGAATTATTAGCATCTATATAAGATTATACTTCTTATAATTTATAAATTATAAGATTTCTATAAACATTTATTCATAAGATATAAGAGGTATAGTGTGGTTCTTTTTGATGTATTCTGTATTTAAAGTAGTATTATTATTTCGTGATGGCAAGACATCAACACAAATTATTTCCAAGAAAAGTTTTAACACTGAGGTATCCATGCCCATAATATTTATCATATCCAATGACATTGGAGAACTAACATTACACAATTTCTCGCGTATTAATATTTTCATACCACTATAATCCTTATTTTGTTGTAATAATATAATATAAAGTTCAATCATATATAATAGTTCATATGTTTTATATTTTGCATATGATAATATTCTCTTATCAACCCTTAATACATTATCTATTATAAAACTTAACTCCTTCATATCCAATATTACAATACCATACTTTAAATATGGTACATCTATATATCCATCATAATACCTATATTTTGACAAACTTATACTTGCTTCAATGTTTAAATTTTTAATATTATATAATGTTGGAACGTTATCGTATTCCAACATAGGTTCAAAGAATCCGAGGGATACAATATTTCCATTATCATCTTCATTTACCGAAGAAATATAAGGAAATGAATATTTTGTACTTCCTTTGCTATTATAATCCCATATTATAACCGCAAATTTTTTTGTCATGGGATATTTAATACCATTATATATATAATGCGTACATTTCATCATATGAGGAATTGATAGTTCATATAATACAGAATTTATATTATGTAATTCATGATGTAATGTAATAATTTCTATTTTGGATGGGGACATCAAATTATGTGCATATAATAAATTTTTATACCAACTATCATGTAATAAAAATTTAGTTTTAATATTATATGTACTTTCATATAAATTTTTCCATAAATTATCATAAAGCGATAACTCATAAAAATATTTACATGTTGTACTTAATGATATTGTATCTTGTAAATTTAATTTATATAATATATGAAAAGATACTTCTTTAGGTAATATCTTATTGATGTCATATTCCATTTTATTTTATATAGTATAATATTAATATTGTATCATTTTGATGAAATATGTTTAATAAACTTGTTCGCTTCGTAAATGTCCATCAGCTGTGAATAATCTATACATTCCGACAGATTTCCCATTATTATAACATCTTTCAACCCATAGTTTTCCATTTTTATGATATTTCTTATAGGATCCGGATTTCTTGTTGTTGATATAACAACATTCATTGAATAAACTACCATCCTCATACCAATATTTATCTTTCATTTTATCATTATAAAAATATTTTTATAAGTTCCATAACTAATATATTATTAAAATATATTTTATTATACAATTATAAATTTTATCTTCTATGCTATCATTATTTTTATAGTGACCTAAAAGAATAACGATAGCATAGAAGATAAAATTTAATATAGGAGTTAAGCTATCTAAATATTATAATTTAAATAACCATCAGATAAAAAATTGTCATGTGTAGTATCCCCTGGATTAAATTTATATTACTTTATATCGATAACATTAGTATTATTTATATATAGCATATTATAATTTATGGCATTCCATATTATAATTATCTAAATTATAATATTCAAATAGGTTATCTTCTATATTAAATTTTGTCTTTTATTATCTATTTATTCTTTTATGTCATTATTAAAAAATATTTTTGTGATTTGGGAATTTGTAATTGTATAATAAAAAATATTTTTATAATATATTAATTGCGGAACTCATAAAAATATTTTTTTATAATGACATAAAAGAATAAATAGATAATATAAGATAAGATTTAATATAGATGTTAATGTATCTAAATTATATAATTTAGATAATTATTATATAAAAATTTTCATGTGATGGTACACATGAAAATAAAATAATATGATTTTATATCCATATTATCAATATCAAATAATATGTTAATCATACACTATAACACATAATTGGAAGGTAGGATGTACGATAGCATGTAATATATTTTCCATATTACCATCAACTTCTAATATACCTCTCACACTATAATTTATATCATCTTCCTTACATATAGTTCCAAAAATATTGATATTGAATGTCTGTTCATTAATATGTCTTATATGATTTTCATAAGAAGTTATAATACTATAACATGATCCTATTCCTGAAAAACTAGCATTATATATCTTCTCCTTATATATAAAATTATATAATCCGGACATTATCTCATCTCCATTATTATATAATAATGTATATATTCTCATATTATTCTCGTACATCATCCTATATTTCAATCCAGGAGCAAATCCATAATATCCAATTTCCATTTATACCTACATTAAAATTTTATATATCTTCTTATCATATTATATACTAACAATAAATTTATTTCATATTATATAGCATTTTATAGATAATAGAATATATTCTGATATTATAAATTTATAATATGAGAATTATAATGGTATAATATAAATATTATTGTAAATTGATAACTTATAACATAATAATATATTTATAAGATTATATAATCTTATAATATTTTATCAGACAGAATGTTCTCTTCCATTTTATATAAATTTAAATATGTTATTTATGCATTATTATAATATTGATATACTTCCTCAGATAATTTCTTAATACCAATAAGTCCCAAAAATGACGCTACAGACTGAAAATATATAAATATATTCACAGAGTTAACACACAAATACTTTCTATCAATTACATCAACAATAAAACAATCATTAATATATTTATTTATATCTTTATCACTAATAGATTGGATTATTTGTCGAAAGGTCATGTTACCAACTAGTATCTCATCTGATGTTTTGGATGCTTTATTTGCCAATATTCTATCAGTGTACACATAATCATCCATGATATATCCCACTAGGTTAGGAATTTCTCTACTTTTGCTTATATTATTTTTGGCATCATTGTTGAACTTGCTATAACAGAACGATGTTAGGAAAATTAAGTATTTCAATGCTTCATTGAAATTTCCATATTTTCTTGTGATGTGGTAGCATATATAATAATTCAATAATTGAGTTTTCGCAACTAATGGCTTACCATTCATATTATTCATTATATTATCCAATGTTTCCACTTTATTTAATTCTTCCAAATATATATAAGCAACAATTATAAGATATATTTCTTGTACTTCTATTGTTCTATTTATATATGTAAAATATTCATTTACAAAATCTAGTATCTTATTATTAACAACTCTAGACGTCAACTTATTATATAATTGTCCAACAAATTCATGTAATCTTTCTCGTTCAAAATTAAGATATACGCATTGATTAATTAAACTTCCCCCAGTAAGAACAAATATATCGTGAACATTATGATCCATTCTTAGAGTACTTAATAATCCCTTTGGTATAACATTAGTACCGTCCAATATCCATACTATTCTTCTAATACGTAATTCTTGTAGTGAGAAATCATCCAACGCGTAGAATTCTTGTGTTAGAGACCATAATGAAGAATTTGGTTTTATTATTTGATGCAAAGGAAGATAAATGGGGAAGACTCCATAATTATTTAATATTAATTCTCTAGCTATAGCTTTTGTTAATATAGTTCTTCCTCCAGTATTTATATTCATATTTTTTCCTTCTATAATACATTTTATTGCTGCTTCTAGTGCACTAATATTCTTTATCTCTGGTATGGATGTTGGTGCATCAACAAAATATGGCATTACACTTCGTAAATATTTATCATCTACTATTCGATGAAGAAATACAAAGTTTTCTTGCCAACTTTTCCGTGATAAAATTTTATCATTATATGCAAACTTATTAATATACATTTTACCCCAAAGTTCATCCTCTTGGCATAATATATTATTATATTTTGAGGTTTGACAAAATTGTAGTAATTCGTTGGATGAGACATTTCCTAATATGTCCATCATAATTTCATCCGGAAATATATTTCCTTCCATTTAATCCTTATTTCTCAAATTTATGGAAGATAAAAGTTTATCTAATCAATTTTATTATTAAATTATATTCGTAATAAAATTGATTAGGTATTAAATAAATAATTAATGTTGAATGAGATGTATAATATATTGGATTTACCATTGGATTTAATTAGAGAGATAGGATATATTAAAGAGTTAATACCAACAAATAAATATTTTCATAGTATTCTATCCAAGAAAGAAAACATTATTTATGATAAACGATTAAAATACTTTTCTGAAGGAATACAATATGCTTGTATGCAAGCACACAGAATGTCCTGGACATTAGTAGCGAAATTATTTATTAATAATGATCTTGATGCAAACTTTGCAAATAATCAGTTATTAAAGTGTTCGTGTCTAACGGAAGATGCAAGTTCTGTGTATTATATATTAAATAAAATTAATCAGGATGACGTACGGACGGATAATTATATTTGTCATAAGTTATCTATTATATATGGAGATAATGAAACTTTATATTACCTATTGTGTAAGACTAATGATATATCTTATGATGTATTAAAAGAATTACTAAAATTATGTGTAATATCTGGAAATGTTTTAGCATATAAATATATGTTTCATAAATATACAAATGAAATAAGTTGTTATGAACAATTAATGTTAGCTTGCATTGGTGGATATATTGGATATTTTGAACATACTTATAATAAACTGGATGATTGTACTTTGAGATGTATAATTAACTTTGATTGCCATCATACCATATTACGAGAGGATGATACGAAAAAATGCATATATAAATGTTTAAAATATGATCAACCTGAATTGTTAGAATATTTATTGAAACACCATAATTATTTTTATGGGAGGGAGATAGAAGATATACACAGAAGAAACTCTGATATGATATTAACAAGAGGATGTGTAAATGTATGTTGTAAATTTAATAAATATATGAAATGCAATAAATTTATTTATGATAATATTTATGATAATGTTCTTAATAATAAAGATGTCTGGAAATATGAATTTATAAAAAAGATAGAAGATGTTGAAATTGGGAATGATGTATATGACACTTGTTCATCAGAATATATTAGTAATTGGAATTGGAATAATAGGTTGTTGGGAGATTATGACTTTGATGAAGAATTTCTGGAAGAAAGAATGTTATATTATAAGCTCAAATGGATGTATGAAGACAAATATAATTAATAGGATAGAAGGTATAAAATATTTATTATATGTAATTATTTTTATTATAGTAATGAAAATAAGATATAAAAAATAATGGATGAATAAAATGGAAAGAGGAACTGACAACATTAAAGTGTTTACACCTTTCAGTAATTCGTTTGATATGAGTAAAAAGGGTCTTCCTATCAATAGGTATATAGAAGTTATAGAAACAATGTATACCCTATCCAACATCTATAGTATTATTTTTGTTAAGAAATCCGTAAATATTAGATTTGTTTTGCCAGATGATACGGTCGCTATATATTATAAGCAAGCGAATAAATCAGAACAATATACATTTTATACTGACGAAAGAATGGACTTTGATTATATATTCTTATTAGATGGAGATGATGCAAATTCTTTATTAACTCCTGAATTTATAAGTAATTATGAAAGATTAAGATATATATTAGAAAATGGAATAAATTTATATATGGATAGGTATCCAGAAGATGTAACTAATTCTAATGTCCCACTTGATGAAGTAGAAGTAGAAATTATTGATGAATTATATGAAATATTAAATCAATCGGTATCTGGAGTATTAGAATCTGTCTATAATGAATATTATGAAAGAAAAGAAAGTGAAACTCCATCAATAGATATCAAAAGCACCTCGTATAATGGTATGAACGATAATAAGCAATCTTCATCTCGCCCATCCCGTCCCCTCGTAACTTTTTAATCTTCCTCTATAATGATACATAATACAATATTAGTTGTAATACCCAAAATATCTAATAATTTTATTCTATGGGATAGTATACATCAACATCATAACGACAAATTATATAATAGATATAAGTTATATAATAGATATACAATATAATATTAATGGTAATACCCAAAATTTCTATTAATTGTATTCTATGGGATAGTACACACTAGCATTTTAAAGATAAATTATATAATTTATATAAGTTATATAATGATAGACAATATAATGATAATGGTAATTACAAGATCTCTATTAATTATATTTTATAGAATTAATAAAAATTTTGGTGGTCATTATACCTAATATAATATTATCTATTATTATATAATATTATATAAATTGTTGTTGTGATGCTGATGTATACTATCCCATAGAATACAATTATTAAATATTTTGGGTATTACCATTAGTATTATATTGTCTATCATTATATAACTTATACAAATTATATAATATAATATAATTTATCTTTGAAATGCTAATGTATACTATCCCATAGAATACAATTAATATATATTTTTGGTATTACAACTAATATTATATTGTCTATCATTATATAACTTATATTTATTTATCTTTGCGAGGTTGGCATATACCATCCCATAAATAGAATTAATATAAATTTTGGGAATTACTATTAGTATTATATTATCTATCATTATATAATCTTGTTATACATCCATATCCCATATATGAAGTTAGGGGAACTATATAATCACTTTTAACAACCTCAATATGAAATCCATCAAGTTCATCAATCTTTAATATATCATCTTCCTCAAATGTTAGACAAATATTATCATCACAGTGACCCTTATCCCATTTCATATCTATTTTCTTACAAGCTAACCTTTTGGCCTCACCAGCACTATCTGCCACTATAAAAATATTCCTATGAGTTTCACCAAAGTAATCCTCTGTATACCCCCCAAAGTTTAAAAAATATAAACTCTTATCATTTTCATCCAAATTCTTATTTTTAATAATTTTAATATCATATCCATCGATAGATTGTAGCTGGACAAATGCATCGATGTGTAATCCTTTTTCTATTCCAAACCATTTATCTATAATACGATTTATACAACTTTTTAATGATACACCTATAACAAAAACTATATCATGTAATTCAATGTTACATTTAGGAGCTCTACCACCTAATACAACTGCATATAATTTTAATGTGTCATTTTTTGGTTCTTCATTAATTTTAGCAGAAAAATCTTTCGCTGATAATATATTATAATTCATTTGATATTATAAATTTATATAAATTTATAAATCAATTTTATAGTTACATATCCATAAGATATAATTTATATTAAAATATTAAATAATATTAATTAATCTATATCAGAAAATAATAATTTAATATAAATAATAAAATAATTTGTTTATATTGTACATATTTTAATTTACTATTTTATATAAAATAATAGTATATATATATAAATAAACATATTATTGTATGAAAAATGGTTAATAATACGATAATAAATATCATTAAATGGATATAAATAATAATTAAAATTAAGAAAATTAGCAGTAAGAATGGAGAAAAAATAAGTAGTGTATATAAAATGGGAAACGGAGGAACATTCAATAGAGTTGACTACGAAGCTGACATACCTTTTATAATTCAAAATCTATATGGTACGCAAAAAGTTGATAGTCTTGCATATAAACTGCCCGACAATACATGGGCCAACAGCCAAATTGTATATTCCTACTATATAAAGGGTACTAATGATTCTCGTTATGTCTATGCTAATGCCTGGAGAAATGTCGAAGACACTCCATTCAGGTTGGAGGGTGGTATAACTCCGGGACAGTATGATTTTAAAATTTCACCTCAAATTGCTTTCCCTGCATCAAATGTTAAGGTTAATACTATCTATTATCGTGGTGTCTATGGGGGAGGTGCATACAGACCCGGATGGTCGATTGCTGTAGGATATGGTAATTATAATACATGGTTTAGTATTCCCGTAACCTCTAATGGAAAATGGTTAACGGCGATGGCATTAGCAGTAGAATATATAGTATATTAAACTTTATAATATATTTAGACAATATATATTGTCTAAAGTTAAATTTATTTTATTATACACAACATAAATTTTTATTTTATTGTGTCATAAATAATTTTATTTTATTATATACAATATAAATTTTTATTTTATTATATATAGTATAAATTTTTATTTTATAATCTATATGATATTATAAAGATAATTTATATAAAAATTAAATTATCTTTATAATATCATATTATTCTTTTTTATTATAAACATATTATAAAGATAATTTAACATTTATATATAATATACTACATTAAGAAACTAATAAATCTATATTATAAGTAAATTATGAATTAGTAATTTGGGAAGATGTTACACGATAGTAAATATCATCTGATAAATATAAATAATGAGTAAAATAAAGAAAACTAACAATAAGTATGGAGAAAAAATAAGAAGATAATAAAATGGGAAACGGAGGAACATTCAATAGAGTTGACTACGAAGCTGACATACCTTTCACAATACAAAATCTATATGGAACTCAACAAGTTGATAGTCTTTGGTATAAACTGCCTGATAATACATGGTCCAATAATCAGATTGTATATTCTTACACTCTGAAGGGCACTAGTACTTCTCGTACTGTTTATGCTAATGCCTGGAGAAATGTTGAAAATACTCCATTCAGGTTAGAAGGTGGTATAACTCCAGGACAATACGAATTTAAAATTTCACCTCGAATTGTTTTTCCTGCATCAAATGTCACAATTAATACTATTTATTATCGTGGTGTTTATGGAGGAGGTGCATACAGACCTGGATGGTCAATTGCCGTCGGATATGGTAATTCCATGGCATGGTTTAGTATGCCAGTAACAGCCGATGGAAAATCATTAACAGCGATGGCATTAGCAGTAGAATATACAGTATATTAAACTTTATAATATATATTTTTAAAACAATACTTTCTGATATTAATATTTTATCAGAAAGCAAATAATTTATTTATCTAAATTTTAGATATATTTATAATACACTATTTTACTTAGATATATAAATACTTTATATAGATTAAGTAATGTTTGAATATGATATATTGTAATTATAGCCCTATAAATGTAAATTATGAATAAATTGTAAATTATCAAGTGTATATGATATTTTCTTATCATATAACATATTTAAATATATATAAATTATTATAATTAAATAAAACTGCGAGTAACTATGGCAAAAAATAAGCGAATATTAAAATGGGAAACGGAGGAACTTGGAATACTGGACAATATGATGTAGATATAAACTCCACTATTATAGGGCTACACACACAAAATTTTACTAATGGAAAATTAACGGTACCTAATGGTACATATAATTATCAAGGTAATGCCACATATCAATATCTTATAAATAATTCAACACAATACCAATATTGTAATTCATGGAGGAGTACATTGACCTTCCCGTTCACATTTTGGGCAAATTTTGAAGTAAATAGCACATTTATTATTATATATCCAAAAGTAACAAATGTATCTAATGGTGTAAACATAGGAACTGTAAGATATGGTGGTGTATATGAAGGAGGTCGTAGAAGTATATACTTACCTGCTACTGCAAATGCTCAAGTTTCTTATTTAATACCTAAGACATACGAAGAAAACTTTGGTATATACGATTTAACTGCACTTACTTTCCAAATTGATTATCAAACTCCTTAATCACAATATCATCAAAGTATATGTTTATATTCATTTTTTCATATTTATTTATAAATTCTTAATAATATATTAAGAATTTATTATAATTGGGATATAGTTTCATATACATTATACATAAATTTTAAAGATAATAAAATAATTAGTAATGGATAGTTTTTATTATAATAGTTATTATATTTATTTATTTATAAATAAATATAAATAATGGGAGAAAAAGGTGTGATTGTTTGGGAAAAAATAAGGATATAAAAAAAGAAATGGGTAACGGAGGATCAACACCACCACAACCAACGGTAACCAACGTTGAGTATTCTGTTAATTTTAATACAACATTAATAAATTTAATTAATTATAGTGTATCCGGTGGGTATTATAGTCTACCAGATGGATCATGGGCAAATAGCAGAACATTATTTAGATATACACAAAACGGAAGTCAAAAATTAGAATATGCGGACACTTGGAGAAGCAAGGAAAATGTTCCTTTCTCTTTTGGCGGTGATTTTAGATTATCTAGTTCCAATGGTTGGTATATTAAAACTAACACTAGTGTCGATTCTGGAAATGTACGTATTCGTGGTATTCAATATAGATCATTATATGAAGGTGGATATTCCAGCAATTGGCAATATGCTTTAAATAATAGTGGTATTGAATATACCCTCCCCAAATCATACTATGCTAATGGATATGATAGAAAAATTGTAGGGTTTGGAATTTATGTCGAATATGAATATTAGATTAAAATAATTTATTATAAAATGATTTAGAATAAAATAATTTATTCTAAATTAATGAAACAATGGATTTTGGAAATACACCATCCGATTTAATTTTGGAGATAATGGTTAAATGCCATCCATATGATGTTACCAATAATATATCTCTTATTAATAAACATTATAATAATGTCTTTAATCAATCCATAAATATATCTAATGTTCCCGTTAAGAAATGGAGATATTTTCAAATATTAAAAACTATCGGAAATTTTACTCAATTATTCAATATATGTGATTCAGATTACGTATATGTATATAGTTTAATGTATCCAGATCCAAATTATATAGTATCTAAGAATCGTAATCCGTTTTCTGTAATATCCAATTTCTATAGTTATATAAATAGATCACTTAAATTAGGATATGATGACAATATATTACATAAATTTATTGAAAAATTACGTAATTATATTAATGATATGGATGATTATGAAGATGATACTTACGAAATAGAAAGATTTTCTGATATAAATGAACACACAGATAAATTACTTTACGAATATGGAAGAACATGTGAGGCATATCCATATACCATGCATACATTATATACATATTATCCTAGTAACTTTTTATATTCTATCTATAATAACAAATATTATTCGAAGAAAGAGGATGAGATTATCGTGCAATGTCCAACAATTAAAATTTTACCTGATGATGATTATCTTTATTTAATATTATTATCTCCTAATCCTGTTGCCTCATGGAATATATTAAAACCTTATGCCCTAAAATTTGAAGAATATTCGATTGGATATGAGGCTTCTGTTGATACTATAAGAAGTTATGTGTCTGATGTTGTTGATATTATTATGGATAATGGATATGATGTTCATCATGGGGGTTTGTATAATATACAAATTGTCATAGCAACATATTGTTTACGTGATGACTATGACTTAGATTTATTATCTTATTTATTTGATACATATAAATCTATATTAAATTATGTTGATGAAACTCATAGTAAATTACTAAATAAATTTATAACACATTTATGCAAAAAGGATATCTTTACTTTATATTTCGGTGACAATTTTGATGTGAATGTTTTCATTGAATATGGTGTTTCTCCTGATCATATAATTTGGATTGTTATTCCATGGATATCTAATAACAACAATATAAAATTAATAGATGAAATATTGAATGAAATAAGTAGTAAATCTTTGGCATTATTTATTGCGTTACGTTCTTCAGATCATAGTGTATTTAATTATTTAATGAAATTACTATAATAATATGTAATTGTAATATGTAATAATTATTACATATTAATATAATATAATTATCATCATGGATATTATATTATAATATTATTACAATAAATATAAACATTTTAATATTAGGCACTATAATAGGACTAATATATTTATACTTAATATTGTATTAATGGAGATTTTTCGGCGAAGTAGTCATAGGGTTTAAAATAAAATATTAGTAGGGATTCATATACAGATAAGAAACACACCAATAATATAAAAACAATATAAAATATTGGATTCATATAATGTAAAAGTAAGAATATGGTTAATAATAATGCCTTTTCGATAAAGAAAAGGATACCTATAACAATCTTTCTAAGATCACAGGTATATATAATCAACCTAGCAAACATAATAACCGTATATGTTATAAAGACATAAAAACAGGTAGATAAATTTTCATCTTCTTTTAATACGTCGAGAAAGCTCGGTTTACATGTTGTATTAGTTATTTTTGTAGGTATAGGGTCAAGAACAATATGAGCAATATTTTCATTAGAATTAAATAATTGGCATATCTGATGTATACAATTTAATGGATTATCACAATAATCATTTGTAGAATATCCTTTTTCATAATTAGCAGACATTCCGTACATATAAGTGCCTTCCAACGCTGGATAAACATTAATACTTGATATGTATAAATAATCACAAAAAGTTAAAAGAATAAAAATATGAAGTAAGTAATAAGATAATATATTTAATTTAGGAGATACCATTTACTATTTACAAATAATTTGTTTAAGCTCATTAACTTTAATTATTTATTTTAAATAAGAATACTTTATATATCCAATTATTATTATTAATTATGTATGTAATAGATTTATATCTATTAATAAAAATGATTTTTATTAATAATTTATGTTAGAAGCGATAGTCATCATAATTATGGATATTAGTAAGGGAAAAGATATTAGCTATTACGTTAACAATGATTATGTTTGTGTATATAGCATTACTATAAATGATAAGAAATATGTGGTTAAGAAAGGGCAAGATGTAAATAAAGAAGGTCCCATATTAGAAAAACTTATACATCCCAATATTATCAAGCTTGAGGAATATAAGATGGATGAATATATATTGATGGAATATATGGATCAAAACTTATGTGAGTATATTAGGATAGTTGGGGAAATGAATCCATTACTAATAAAAAGTTATATGTGGCAACTTCTTCGAGGATTAGAATATTGTCGTCAAAATAAGGTATTACATTTAGATATAAAAACAAGTAATTTATTAATAGATAAACGTGGAAATCTGAAGATAGCGGATTTTGATATCTCGGAGATAGAGGTTGAAGGAAAAGAATTAAGTACGGAGGTAGTCACGATTATGTATAGACCACCAGATATATTATTAGGAAATACTAAATATTCTTATGAAACGGATATGTGGTCTGCTGGTTGTGTCTTTGCGGAAATGTTGTTAGGTCGATTATTGTTCACTACATTTACTGACAAAAGTCAATTATTATCAATATTTAGTCTATTAGGATTGCCGAATATTGAGGATTATAAATATTTGAAGTCTCTACCCCTTTATGATCAACTAATGAATACTGAACGTATGGTTTTAGATAATCGGAATAACATAGGATTAAAATTAATGAATGTTGATATATTAGCGTATGATTTACTAATTAAAATGTTAAAATATAATCCAAAAAATAGGATTAGTATTTCCGATGCATTAAATCATGAATATTTTCAAGAATTAAAAGATTTAGGGTATGCACATTAAACGTACAAACTATTATTACAATATAACTTTATAATTTCTAATAGATTGTAATTTTTTAATATATTATAATTTTCTAACGTATCATAATTTTCTGATACATTATAACTTCTAATCTATTATAATTTTAAATAGATTATAATTTTAAATGGATTATAATTTTCTGATACATTATAACTTCTAATCTATTATAATTTTAAATAGATTATAATTTTAAATGGATTATAATTTTCTTATACATTATAATTTCTACTATATTAGAAAATTGTAATATATTAAATTATGATATATTATAATTTCTACTATATTATAATTTCTACTATATTAGAAAATTGTAATATATTAAATTATGATATATTATAATTTTTAATACATTATAATTTTCTAACGTATCATAATTTTCTGATTCATTATAATTTCTAATAAATTATAATTTCTTCTATATTAGAAAATTGTAATATATTATAACTTCATTATATATTATAATTTTAATTAATAATAATTTATATAATAAATTATTAATATATCATTATTACAATATAAATTATAAATTTATAAATTGATTTTATATTAAATTTATTTAAGACACCACAGAAATTAGATATGGATACGTTTTATAATAATAAGAATTTATCGGATGTTCAGGTAAAATGCTCCAGAAGTGGAAAAGTGTGGCATTGTCATAAGGTAATATTAAGTATATATAGTAATATGTTAAAACATAAATTTACTGGGTCTATGGCAGATAAAAATGAAGATATAATGGAATTAGATATTGACGAGAATACAATAGAGATAACTTTAAAATATATATATGAAATTAGAAGTAACCCCATTTTTGATTTTAAAGATCTTTCTATCTATGATGTTATACATAGATATATTGATATATATGCATTATCTAATTATTGGGAAATACCCACACTCGAAGGACACACATTGAAATACATTTCCATGATTTTAGATAGTAATAACACTATCTTACCTATATTATTAAAAGATTATTTACATTTTAATGGGATATCAGATATATGTGAAGGATATATTAGATCTAATTTTATAAAATTATCAAATGAAATCTATCCTTTCATAAATATTGATTTGTTAAGAAAATGTTTTTCCTCTTCATATTTTAATTATGAATATGATATGTACTTATCATTAAAAGCATGGGGAAAAACAAACAAAGGTACATACGATAAAAAGGATTTAGATGAAATAATTGGAAGAACTGTAAATTTTGATGGATTTTCTTCAGATCAAATGAAATTTGTTAATATGAAAAAATATACAAAGCTGCGGGAGAATATAAATGCTCCACCTCTTCATTGTTCCTTTTCTCCAGATACAAACATCCCTTCTCTTCCTTATCCTTTTTCTAAATCATGGAGGAATCAACATAAGATACCGAATAATTATATATCTATGGTATTACCACAAACTCCTCCAAGAGACAATTAACACACAAAACTACTTTCTTATTATATAAAATGATTTTTAATTGTTCATATTATTGTAATATGAGAATACAAGATGTTACAAAAGAAAGATTTATATAATAATCCAACATTTTCAGATTTAAAGATTAAATGTAATGATGAAGTTAAAGAATGGCATGCTCATAAGGTTATTGTATGTACATATAGCAATATGTTATATACGAAATTTACTATCAATATGAAGGATAAAAATGATGATATTGTTTATGTGGACTGGGAACCATCTGTCACAGAGTTTATTTTGAGATTTATGTACGATGACAACTATGATATTAATAGAGAGGATTATAATAATATGGAATGGAAGCTAAAGTTATATAGTGCATGTCATTATTGGGAAATTCCTAAACTTTGTCTTAAAATAGAACAGGATATTAAGGATGTTATATTTAATTATGATTTAAATAAAGACGAAGATAGAAATAGTCTTAATGACTTATATAACAATTCTATATTATATGAGAATATCAGAGAATTAATATATGACTTTATTAGTGGTTGTTATGAGATGCTATTCAGGAAAAAACTGCAATCAATGTAGTAATAATGTAAAGACCAGATATATTTATTGTACTTCATATGCCGACAAATATAAGCTTAAATTATGTACGCAGCAGGATTCACCGCTTAAAACCACAATAAGATATCTTTCAGATTGGGCACATGTGGATAGATTCATCAATGGAAATTTATATATTAAAATGATAGAGAACAGAAGAATGAAATATTATGCCATGGTGGGACCTAGTGGAGAGGAATTACCTATTCCCGACAATATAAAAACTCAATTACGTGCTTCTGGACTGGATGTCGAATAAAATGAATTTAAATTATTAATATGTATCATAATAAAATGATACATGACAAACAACTATATAATAATCCATTACATTCTGATATAAAGATTAAAACATCATATGATCCTGATAAAATATGGTACGGTCATAAGAGTGTTCTACGTAAAAATAGTGAGACTTTATACAGTAAGATTAGAAATGATGATACGCTATGTGTAAGATGGAATCCTTCTGTTGTCAAATATATATTAAAGAAAATATATAAAGTTCCTGTTGAAATTACAAAATATAATGATCGTTTAACTTGGTTATTGGAGGTATATAAGGCCGCCCAATCTTGGCAACTTCCTAAAATTTATACCATGATAGAAAAACATATTGATGCTAACATTACAAATATAAATGCTAAATATTTTATTATACTTTATAATACAGGAAAATTATACGACAACATAAAGAAATTAGTATATAAATATATACAACAAAACTTTTGGAAATTATCATCAGAATTATCTATTATAACATTCGATGATTTACATATGTCATTATATGGTGTAATAAATAACAAAAAATATGCATATAAAATGTTTTTAAAATTAAAAGCATGGAATAAGATACATAAGTATGATTATACATCTGATGAATTTTCCTATTTAATAAATAATAATATAAAACCAGAATGGTTCACCAATGAACAAATGATACAAACTAATATGAAAAAATACTTTCTTTATTATAATAAAGATTTATCTATACCAGATAATGATGATGATATATGTACGTATGTAGGTAATGGCGTAAAATGTGGAAGAAAAACATCATTTGGTAATATACATTGTGATGGACATTCTTTATTCTAATTAATCTTACATCCACAATATTAGAATATAATAAATTTATGAAAAGATTTATGCTTAGTACTAGCATCAATATTATTATGCAATTGTATAATAATAATTATATAGAATAGGATTGTGTTTGACTTTATCAGATTACTTATTAATTTTATATATTATAATGTATAAAATTGATTATGGAATTATAAATATATAAAAAGAGTGATAACAAAGTTATAATGGATATTTCCAAGGCAGAAATTATTAAAACATATGTTGAAGGAGATACACATATATATGCTATAAAATTAAATGATAAAAAATATGTTATAAAATCAGGAAAAAATTTTATGATAGATAGTGAAGCAAATATATTAAAAATGTTAGATCATCCAAATATAATAAGATTGGAGGAACATGTACAGGAGAAATATATGGTGTTAGAATACATGGATGAAGATTTACGAGATTATATAAGTAGAAATGAGAATATCGACAGATTATTGGTAAAAAGTTATATGTGGCAATTACTTTCAGGATTAGAATATTGTCATAAGAATAATATATCCCATTTAGACATAAAACCAGAAAATTTATTAATTAATAACAATGGTGATCTTAAAATTGCGGACTTTGGATTTTCTAGGGTTTATAAGGGTGAATTCACCTCTTTTACTATTGGAACTTCTGGATATCGTCCTCCTAATGTCTTATTAGGTAGTAATATTTTATCATGTGATGTGGATATATGGGCTGCTGGTTGTGTTTTCGGAGAATTATTATTCAGTAAATTTTTGTTTGATGTGGATGGTAATGATAGTGATGAAGAAATGACGTGTATATTTAATGTTTTAGGATCTCCAAACCAGAGTGATTTACGATATTTCAAGAATATGAGATCATACTCTACTTTCATGAAGGAATATAATTCTGATAATGTAACAGATTATGATAAATACATAAAACATAGAATATCTCAATTGGATAATAGTACACACAACTTGCTCATGAGCTTATTACAATATAACCCCAGACATCGACTTTCAGCAAAAGAGGCATTACAGCATCCATATTTTTATGAATTACATCAATTAGGCTGTGTGTAAATTTACAATAAAATGATTTAATATATATATTAATATATTAAATAGAGATAATATGAATAATACTTTGAAAATGTTTAGAAAATTCTATAATAATAAATTATTTTCTGATGTCATTATTAAATGTAAAAATAGTGAAGATAAATGGTATGCTCATAAGATAATTTTATGTGACAATAGTGATTTCATGTATAAGAAATTTACCTTGGATACGAAGGATAAACATGAAGATATAATATATGTTGACTGTGATTCCGTTATTATAGAATGTATATTAAAATTTTTATATAACGTAGAAATTAATATATCTAAATATTCTTTACAGACAAAAATGGATATATATGAATTTGCTGATTATTGGGGAGTTAAATCAGTAAATAAATTTATAAAGGAACATATATCCAAAATGATTAGAAAATCTTTTTCTGAGGTAGATTTTGATACTTTATGTCAATATTATGTGTACAATGACATAAAATCTCTAATAAGAGAATATGTATATAACATGGATATATCATCCTTCTATTTTCCTGATTTTTTTGATATAAAGGATGTAACTTCTGTTTTGGAGAAATTAAAATATAAGACAACAGGATGCTATGAAAGGTACGTAGCATTAAAAGAATGGCAAATGGAGAGTAAGACTGATATAAAAGATTTAGTTATAAAATATATTGATATAGAGAATTTTTCATTTCAAGAATTAAAAGATGCAGACATTAACCTATATATTGATAAGGATGTGTTAAAGAAACATATGACGAAAAAACAAAAAATACAATATGTTATAGACAATGATCATTTAAGATGTGAGTATGTTGGACAATTTATTGGACAGTGCACATCACTAAAATCTCAAGGGTACTCATTTTGCACAAAACATGTTAAATATTTACAGAAACAAGCGAAAATGTTATCTTAGATGTGAATAAGATTATATAATTGTACGAAGATAATATAATAATAACATTATATTATGTAAAGATAATATAGTAATCATTTATATAATATATAGAAAAAATTGATATATTTATAAATATATGGATATAATAATATGGAGAAAATAACATACAGAGACGTTGATTTGGCTTTAGATTTCTATCCAAAAGTTGTGGAAGATAAATTAGGACAAGAATGGGCAACCTATATAGAAAGTTATTTAAAGATCCTTAATCCGAAAACTATTGGGTATAATAAAAGATGTTGTACATTTTTTGGAAGTATTCCAGTGTATACAGTGACATATTTTGGTAAAACTGCACATCGTAAGGTTTATCCATGGGATACAATACCTGGTTTACAGGGAATTAAGGAGTATGTGGAAGGAATATGTGGAGAAAAGTTTACGGTATGTGCTTTACAATATTATAAGAATGGGTCTGTTGGAATTAATCCACATAGAGATAAAGAAATGGTAAAAGGAACTAAAATTGCTGGATTAACCTTTGGACAAGAACGTGATTTAATACTAACATCTTGTAATGGAACGAAACAAATGAGTGTTAAATTGGGTAATGGTAGTCTGTATATTATGAATCCACCAACTAATGATAAGTGGACGCATTGTATTCCAAAAGATGATAGTGTTAAACCTCGTATAAGTTTAACATTTAGAAATTACATCTAATCTATTAACACAAATAAGGATTTTTTTATTTATATTAATAGATTAAATGTGGAGTATATATTATGCAAATAATAAAATTACTGTAGACTTATCAATATTAACATCCCTTTAAATTATATAATTTAAAGATTTTAATTTATTCTCTGAATGTTATATAAAATATAATTACGGATAAAAATGATATTGATAGTATTAATATTAAATAAGCAAAATTTATGAAAGATTTTCATCGACCTATAAAAAAATACAGTTATATAACTTTCATGGGATGGTATACATGATATTAAAATTTTTATATTTTAGGTACATAGTATTAATATCTTATTATATATAATGAATATAAATAATTAGATAAAATGATTTTTAATTATCAGAGATAATAGAATAAGATGTCATATAAGATACATTTATATAATAATTCTTTATTCTCTGATATAAAGATTAAATGTAAAAATGAAGGTGGAAAGGAAACACAATGGTATGCTCATAAGATTATTATTTGTGAATATAGTAAGGTTTTACATAAAAAATTTACCATTGATATGAAGGATAAACATGAGGATACGATTTATGTAGATTGGGAACCATCAGTAACAGAATTTATCTTAAAATATATGTATGATCATCCCAATAGGTATCATGAAGATGATATGGAACAAATGATGAAAATTTACAAGGCATCTCATTATTGGGAAGTTAATAAAATTTGTTCTTATATTGAACATAGTATTAATAAGAAAATAAATGACGGATGTTTGGATACGGAGAAGTTCATTTTCTTATATACAAATGGTATATTATATGAAAATATTAAAAATTTGTTACACAGATACACAAGAAAATATTTTCTTTCATTATCTTCCGAATTATCTGTTATAACTTTAGAAGATATACAATATGCTCTTTTCAATGATATTCAGATCCAGGATGACTATGAAATATTTGTGAAATTAAAAGAATGGGGTAAAATAAACAAGAATAAATATGAAAAAGAGGAATTAATTTCCCTAATAAAGAAGAGGATAAACTTTGATACTTTTACCATTAATCAAATGAAGAAAACCAATATGAAAAAGTATTGTAATAATGTAGAGGATACAAAATCCCCGTACGAGTCATGTAATGGACATGCGCTCCCTAATTTAGTTGTAAGTCAACCTAGTGTTGACACTTTTAAGCATAAAATACAAGCAGATCCCAATAAGTCGATTTGTCAGAATGTGGGAAGAGGTGGACAATGGTGTAGTAATAATGTCAAAACGGGAGGATATGATTATTGCAGCGCACACGTTACCCAACGTGAACGTAAAGGATTATCCGCAAAATTTACAATATAAATAATTATTATAAATTGATTTCTAATTATTATAAATAATTAGAAATGACAGAATAAGATGTTACATAAAAAGAATTTATATAATAATGAGACCTTCTCTGATATAAAGATTAAATGTAAAGGAGAAGACGGACATGAAAAACAATGGCATGCTCACAAAGTTATCTTATGCAAATATAGTAATGTCCTATATAAGAAATTTACTATTGATATGAAGGATAAACATGAGGATACGATTTATGTAGATTGGGAACCATCAGTGACAGAATTTATCTTGAAATTCTTATATGGATGTGAATATATAAATAAGGATTATAGTGATATGGAATGGAAGATGAAGTTATATGGAGTTACTCATTATTGGGAAATCCAGAAAATCTGCTCTCATATAGAATCAGAATTGAAAAAATCTATCAAAAATGATAATGTGGATGAGGATAGTTTTATCTCTTTATGTAAGGATGGAATGTTATATGAAAATATTAAGGACTTAGTATATAAATATATTAAAAGAAACTTTTTAAAGTTATCATCGGAATTATGTGTTATATCTCTAGAAGATTTAATATCAGGATTGGGAAGACATGACCTTGCTTTTGTAAATAAAAATGCATACCAAATATATTTAAAATTAAAAGAATGGAGTAGAGTACACAAGGGAAATTATGACAAGGAAGAATTTATAAAGGCAGTGAAAAAATTTGTATACTTTAAACAATTTACTGTAGATCAAACTTTTGGTGTTAATATGAAGAAGTATTGTGGTAAATTAAAAGATATCAAGTCTGGAGTTGTTCCGCAAATTTTCCCTATTCCAAACTTTCTACCTAGTTTAAAACCCATAGCACCGGGAACATTAAGGCCAGGGTCAATTCCTGGATTCAATAACGATATTATCCCAAACCTAGACATTCCTACATCGTATATATGTAAATATATAAAAAATAATGGAAATAGGTGCCCCGAGAATACATTAGAGTTTGATGATTATTGTGATACGCATTTGAAGAGGGTAGTAGGTCAGAAAACTTGTCAAAACGAAAAAGATGGCAAAAGATGTGGTAATAATGTGAAGAATATTGGATATGAGTATTGTGGAGCTCATGTTAATAAAAGAGAACGTAAAGGTTTACCAGTTAAGAGTGCATTTCCCAGAGCACAACTTTCTGACAAACCAAAAATCGGTCTTGTGCCGGACTTAACGAACCCCAGTAGATTTATCGACGTCACCAGGAAATTATATCTTAAAAGAGGTTTAGGTGGAAAATTAGTATATTATGCTAAACGCGGATCCAATGACGAGGAATTACCTATCCCTACTCATATTAAACATGCGTTACTTGAAGAAGGATTTGACATAGAATAATGTATGCGTAATATATAATAGTTGCATCTTACCATGTCATTATACAATATACTTATTGTATAATCATAATATATTATTAGTGATTGTCTTCGCTATCTTGTATATATGTGATTACTTTTATGCAGTTTAATAATGATAACATTTATTATACTAGTTTATCTTTATGGCTTCATAGATCATTATAATTTTATTATCTATGATTAATAAGTAATAAGTATAGTATACAAAATATTTTCATTGTATAACTATTAATTGTAAATAATATTATTATATAATATATACTTTAATATATATTTATTATCTCTTACATATATTTATTATGTATAAGGGATAAGTATATTCATTATACACATTCATAACCATTTACAAAATGCCAAAACTAATAATACCATATTTGTATCAGATACACCACACTTATCTAATTCTTGTTTAAAATAAAATTGATTTATTAATATTAATATTATTAATCAATAATATGGATATTACTAAGGGTGAGATAATCGAATTTTATATTGATAATGAGATTGTAAGTGTATATAGCATTAATATAAATGGTAAAAAGTATGTAGTTAAAAAGGGAAGAGATATAAATATTGAAGGTCCAATATTGGAAAAACTTACACATCCCAATATTATTAAACTATACAAATATAACAAGGATGAATATTTATTGCTTGAATATATGGATGATAATTTATTTAATTATATTAGGTTAGTCAGGAATTTGGATGCAATATTAATAAAAAGTTATATGTGGCAACTCCTCAAAGGTTTACAATATTGCCATAAAAATAATATAATACATTTAGATATTAAAACATTCTCGCCTCTGGCTCTGCAAGAGGATTTTATTAATAGATAAACGTGGAAATCTCAAGATAGCGGATTTTGATTCTGCTCGGATATATGAAAATGGTAAAAAGTTAGATATTCAATATGTAACATTAGAATATAGACCACCTGATATATTATTAGGAAATAAAGAATGTTCTGATAAAATAGATATTTGGTCTTTAGGATGTGTTTTTGCAGAGATGTTATTAGGTAAAGTATTATTTGCTTCTCACAATGAAAAGTCTCAATTATATTCTATCTTTAGGCTATTAGGCATACCTAATATATATGATTTACAATATCTTAAATCTCTTCCATTATATTCAGTATTCATGTATGATAAAAATACCTATATTGAATCAAATAATATAGGACCAAGTTTAATGGACGTTGATGAATTAGCTTATGATTTATTAATGAGAATATTAAGGTATAATCCAAAAGATAGAATTAGTATATCAGAAGCACTTGATCATCCATACTTTAAGGAATTGAAAGATGCTGGCTTTGCTTTCTAGTTTCTATATTTAGTTATATTATACATTATAATTATAATGTATAATATTATGTTCTCTCGTTATATATCTCTTATAATAACTTATATGATCCATTCTATAACTTATTATATCTCTTATAATCTCTTACAATAACTTATTATATCTCTTATAATCTCTTATAATAACTTATATAATCCATTATATAACTTACAATCTCTTATAATAACTTACAATCTTCTTATTATATCTATTGTTATCTCTTCTATAACTTATCACACTATATTATGTATCATCGTGTGAAATAATTTTGTTTTATAATTTAGTATAAAAGATTTATATTATGTAAATATGATATTGGTTGTAATCCACCATTTCTGTATATTTTTCTTTTCATGGGGTGGTGTACACATCAACAAGACGGATGATTTATAGTTGGAAAACATTTTTTTCTTTTATGTGTATCACCTCATAAAAAGAAAATATACAGAAATGGTGGATTACAACCAATATCATATTTATGTAATATAAATCTTTTATGCTAAATTATAAATGTAGTAACTCCAGCATTTGCCGTTACTTATCATCTTGGTATAGTGATGGATGTCAGTATATAAGTAACGATAAACAATGTTTTAATTATGGATATTGCGATAGACATATACCTTCTTCATTCTAATTTATATAATTATATAATTATATAATTACTTAGTTAATAATAATTGTTTTCTATATAATCTATTATAGGATGATGAAAATGATATTAATGTTATGATAGTAAAACCATATTATTTCTATTCCATGTATACCAACACACGAATGAATTCTGTGTAATTATATTGTAAATTATGTAATTTGTGAGTATTAATATCTATATGAAAATTTATCTTCTCTTATTATATTATTCTTTTAAGTCTTTATAATTTTTCTATATTCCCAATTTTATAATTATATATTATATAAAAATATTTTTCATTCTATAACATATAATTATAAATTGTATGTGATGGAAAATTGTAAATCCTTAAAAGAATAATATAATAAGAGAAGATAATTTTTAATATAGATGTCAATGATCTTCAATTATATAATTTGTAATATGCAGCAGATATTTCCATATTTATATTTCATGGACGTATAAATAGATACTAATGTTCTGATATATAAATGATATAAAATCATTTCCATGCATATCATCCCACAAACAAATTTTGTATAATTATCTTCTAAATTATGTAATTTAGAAGCATTAATATCTATATAAAAATTATCTCATTATATTAAGACATTCTTTTAGGGAAGTATAAATTTTTATCTTCCCTAACTTTATATTATATCATAACAAAATATTTTTCATTCTATACATTATAATATAAACTTAGGGACGATAAGAAATTATATTTCCTTAAAAGAATATCTTAATATAATAAGATATATTTTCATATAGCTATTAGCACTTATAATATCCTTATTTTAATTATTATGAAAAATGCTGATGGAATATTTATATAATTGATAAATAGAAAGATATAATAGCATTGAAATTACATATTAAATATCATTATTTTTATCTCCATGTATGACACCCCATGGAGAAAAGTATATGAAATTTTATCTAAATTAACAATATTACGAATACTAATATCTATATGAAAATATATCTTATCATATTAAGATATTCTTTTAAGAAAGTATAAATTTTTATCTTCCCTAACATTATATTATAATGTATACAATGAAAAATATTTTGTTATGATATATTATAATATAATGTTAGGGAAGATAAAAATTTATACTTCCTTAAAAGAATATCTTAATATAATAAGATATATTTTCATATAGTATTAGTACTTATAATATCCTTATTTTTAATGGAATAATATACATTTTTTCTCATGGGATGTCATACATGAGAATATAAATAATAACATTTGCTATGATAACATCAGTACCATTATATTATTTTAGTATAAATTGTATAAATATAATCTATAAATGCTAACGTCTTACATGTGGTTGAGTTATTATATAATCTATAAGAATAATTGTATGATCTATAAGATCGATTATATAATCGATAAGAATAATTATATAATCTATAAGGTATTATATAATCTATAAGATCAATTATATAATGTATAATATCAATTATATAATCTATAAGAATAATTATATAATCTATTAAGATAATTATATAATTTATAAATAATAATAATAACTCCTATACATGTGAGTTATTTTATAATTAAAATAGAAGGAAATAATTTTGTATTTATTCTTGATCATCATCTTCATTATCATCTTCATTATAATCTTCGAATGATGAAATATCTCGTATACATGTAACTAAAATATCATCGTAGTCATCATATCCTTGGTCATTATATTCTGATCTAGTATTAAGAACTTGTTCTGTCATATCCCTTCTGTCATAATACAATGCCACCTCACAATAATCCTTATCATCAGCACGATAAACTCCAGTATCACATTCACTATCATCCTCAACCTCAACTTTAACATTTAGTAATTGACAACTAGGATATACCTTCATAAACTCTTCACATATTAACTTATCCGTATCCGTCATCTCCTCATAATTCTTATATAATCCTCTTAATGCAATCATATCATTACCCTCAACAAACTTTTTAATCTCCTTTCTTAACTCTTCATATTCTCCTTCATACTTCTTCTTCTCTTCCTGTAACTTTCTAATCTTTTCATCCACTTCATCTACTTCCTTTTTAAATGATAATCTTCTTATATTACCATCGACGGGTGGAGGTGGCAATTGTAATGATATATCGGAAAACACCGGTGTCTTCAGACAATATCTAGTTCCAGATAACACTTCTTTCACTTCATGATCCAAATCAATACCCAAAAAGACAACACAATAGTTATCATCATATCCTCTAACTATTACTTCCTCTTGGTCCTTATAAATTACTAATTCTCCTCCAGTATAATCACTATAACTCTTAGGAAAAATAACAAGAAGTGTTCCTGCATGCTTTCCATTTTTAACTCCATCCTTATGCTTAGTAAACTTGCATCCAGTTTCATACTTTAATAGTGTCCAATCGTCGTATTCACAGTCCGGACCTAATATAATATTTAGATTATTCTTGATAGGTTTATCTAATTTAATATCGTCATAATATTTTGCCCATTTACTATTTCGCACTTCAGTATTAATAATATTATCTCCATTATATCCAACTGTAGAATCCTTCCAACAAGTATTCTCTTTTATATCCACTAATTCAGATTTTGGTACTACTGGAGTTGTTTGTTTATATAATTTGTAAATAGTAGTTAAATTCTCCATTGTCCTTATATAAGTTAATTCTATCCTTATTATATATGATCTATTATATATAATACTCAATTTTATATAATTATAATTCAATATTTGATAGTTCGTTAGTATCATTATTTATTTTTATATTAATAGGAAATTCATTCCTGATATAAATATCTGTTCCTTTGGTTGGGGATGTAATAGTAAATCTATAGTCTTTTTCTGATTCTCTATATATTTCTAATCTTTTATCTATTCCATTAAATGATAATAATGCAGATTGTCCAACGTTTAACCTTTGTAATTCATAAGGTATAAAATTAATGTAGGTATTTATCAAACTATAATTAATATTGTATCTTTCAGGTGCAGGACTTATGTCTGCATCTGTCCCAATAAGTCTAGGATTAGGATATGAACGGTTTATATCCTTGTAAACCTTAAGGTCAGTTTCCGTTGGACGATCATAAGTCATCCCACTTATAGATGTAGATATCAAATGAAATGTATTATCCTTATAATCATTATCACTATAATCATCGTCATCATCGTTATCATTGTCAAATGATGTATAACCTATAATATCATCATCTTCTATTAGTGGGTTTAATCTCATATTAATATAAGAAATTTGTCCTATATTATCGTATGATCCTTGTTGATTTTTATAATATGAATAACGAATACCTTTATCATCCAAATATGGAAGTAAATCTAAATCTTCCCTGTCATTAACTAAATCTCGTAAGTCATCCCATACCTTACTATTGTTGGGGAGAGAGTTATTAGTTAATAAAAGATCAAATTCCTTCCCAAAATAATTGTTGTTGACATATGTATATATTAGAGGATGATAATCTTTTAATGATATGCTTCTCCTAATGTCAGAAATTAGATTCTTAATAAGAAACTTTTTCTGTTGATCATCATCTACTAACTCTAGTAAATAATTCCAATCGTCTGCATACTTTGGATTATATTCCATTTTTATAATATATTATAAAAATTAAAAATGTAATAATTTAATCTGAACTAATATCAAAATCCGAATCTGAGTCGCTGGATAACCAATGCTGTATTTCAAAACTCCAAACTTTATACATATCACCTTCCTTATGATTAATCGTATAAACAAAGTTTGTAATAGGGGTATCATCATTTCTTAAATATTTGATCTCATTAGGTTTAGTCATATAATGATCCTTCTTTCTTTTAATATTTAATGTATATGTTTCCATCTTTGTTTCTTTATTATAATATAATCCAATATATAATGGTCCTGAATATTGAACCCCTTGAGTTTTTATCTCTGGTATATGTATCTTTATCTTATCATCCCATATACTGGTATCAAAGTACTCTGAATTTAATATTCTATTGGTCATTGGATTAAAAATATGAATTCCAACAGATAGCAGTGGATAACATAAATCCAACTTGCACATAGATATTCCTTTTATAACTTTTTTCTTTGTGTGAGTGTAAAATGCCGCATGTAATCTTCCTTCCTCTGAGGAGCAATCGTAAAATGTTACAACATACATTATTCTAAACTTATATTAAATATTTCTTATTTATAAGATTTATAATTATTTATAAATCATTTTATTATAATCTATTATATAATAAATATAAATGAACTATTAAATAATATCATAAAATAATTAGAACGATAAGTTAAAATGCCAAATTTTATAGTTTAATAGAAATAAAACAGATACTAACAGTATATTATCTAAATTTAGAAAATAGATCTCATGTGCACATTTATCTTCTTATAAAAAATTATTCTTTTAAGAAAGTATTTTTATTCTGTACAATTACAAAATTGTATATTATATAAAAATATTTTTATCTCATAATATATAATTATGAAATTAGAAAGATGGAAATTTATACTTCCTTAAAAGAATAATTTTCTATAAGAAGATAAATTTTAGTATATATATTAATACTTCTAAATTATATAATTTAACGAATAATTGATGGAATTCTTTCATGTGTACCAACACATGACATCAATTTTATATAAAATTTAGTGGGTATTATCAATCCCATAATTGTGACATAATAGAATAAAATAACAATGATACATATGATCATCAATTATAAATTATATCAACAAACTACATACCTACAAATTGCTTTAAGTAATTAGTATCTTTTCTATATAAAGCTAAAATTAACCGATTAAAATATGTATATGGTGTATCATTTTTAACATATTCACTAGCACTAAATTTTTGTAAATCCGTATTTTTAGAAACTATTTTAAGAAAATTATTAAATACTTTCGTTGTGAAAAAATTTATAGTAAAATAATGGTATACATATTCTATACCAAGTTTCTTTATTATAGTTTCTATCCGATCCTCTCGTAATAAGTTCAAACAAAATAAAATTTGATATTCAGATTCATTTTCTATATACTTGAATAATATATCGTTATTATACCCAGATCCTATAACATATGCCACAAACTCAATATATTCTTTAGGAGTTAACTTATATTTAAAATTTGATGCAGATATTTTTCCTTCATATTCTTGTAAATAATTTTTCATAATATATGGATTTACTTTTTCAAGCAATATATCATGGTTCATTGTACAATATATTAATATATTATATAACCCTTGTTCCGTGTTAAGTGTCTCATCAATAGTTTTAGTTATTGTACCACCATTGGATAAATAATCAGATACTAATTGATAATAATTATTAGATGCGATATTACCTCCAGCGTATTTACAAAAATAATCTATTTCATCTTCTATATTTACCTTTGCATTTTTCATATCTATAAATTTACGTAAATGAGCCCATGACTCTCTTTTAATATATGGTAATATAAATCGAAGTAAATAATTTAATATATTTATTCTATTCATCCGAAGACATAATAGATATAACGTATCTGACATTCTATAAAGTATATCATTATCAACATTTCCTTCCATAAATGCCATTACTAGTGCAATTATATCCTCATCTAATCTATCTGTATAAAACATTCTTTTTAATATATCGTTTACCCCATCTTGAAATTTTCTAGATATAAAATATACATGTTTATCAACAGGATATAACTTCATCGACAATACCATCAGATCATCAAACCGTACGTTCATTAACCACTCTAATTTATTACTATCCAAATCTATAATATTATAATTATCATCTTTTAATAAAGGTAAAATATAAGTATTGATTATACCTTTTTTATATTCATCACTATCGATGAATTCATGCGATAAGAAATCTTCTGTGTTTTCCATATCATAATCATAGAAATCCTTAACATACATTAAATTATATTTTGCTAACCGTAATATTTCATTATTAGTATACTTATCGTAATTTCCCCTTGGTAGATATTTATTCTTAACAATATTTATTAAATAAATATTATCACATATTTTTGCTGATTCTTTAGATGTTAAACAAAATGTTAATATATCGTCAATATTTGTATATCCTAATATCTGTGATGATATTTCCTTAGGTAATATATTTATTATATCCTCCTCCATTTTTGTATTTATAATTATATAAATATAAAAATGTATAATTGTTTATAATAAAAGAGTTTCATGAGTTACTACTCATAGAATAAAATTTAATAATATTCAGAGTATTAACATCAATATCATTTCTATCCAAATTTATTTTATTATATCTAAATGATCCCGAACTGATGGATTATCGTATGTAAAGATAGAAAGGATATTTATCTTTATCTTTATACTATGAATATGATTATATAATAGATTATAGATTATAGATTATATGATATATAAGTTATTCTATAATCTATAATCTATTATATAATCTATAAACTATTATATAATCTATAAAGTATAAACTATTATATAATCTGTAAGTTATTATATAATCTATAATATAATCTATAAACTATAAACTATAAGTTATTATATAATCTATAATCTATAATATAATCTATAAACTATAAACTATAAGTTATTATATAATCTATAAAGTATAAACTATTATATAATCTGTAAGTTATTATATAATCTATTATACAATCTATAAACTATTATATAATCTATAAAATAATCTATTATATAATCTATAATATAATCTATAATCTATATGTTGCTATCCTAATAGAAATGCCCACACTTATATTTTTAATAAAAATATAATCTATAACATTACACAACAACTGTTGGAGTTTCGGGGGTGACCTTTATGTAAACACCTTCTAATGTATTCTGTTTCTCCAATTTTAATCCTTCTTTATGCACCCTCTCATGACATGTATCACATAATACAAACAAATTAAAAGAGGCATTCTTATGATGATGATCAATAAAACCATTATCATCTGCCGTTGATTGTTCCTTCAAATGATGACAATGTAAATCATCAATCTTACCACATAACCCACAACTATCCATATAAACCTTGGAACTGTAACGAGAATACTTCGTGGAAACAAGCTCTGTCTTTCCACTGATAGATAGTCTTATTTCATTAGCTCTATCTATAAAGTCCTTATCTAATCCTAAACTCTTACATACCTCCAATCCATATAATGATGAACCAGAACCCTCTTGTAACACTCTATTATAAACCAACTTATCCAATTCTCTATCATAATACGCCTCCAAATGACATATTCTTATCTTATTATCCTTAGTCATAGTTTGCACTTGAGGTAATGTTGGTAAATGGTGCATGTGTGTAGAGAATATAAAGGTAGATCCTTTATTCACTAACCTCTCCATAGTGGCCACCGTTAAACTAGTTCCAGAATCCGATTCCGTTCCTCGACATAACTCATCCCCCAACACCAACGTATACGCATCCGAATTTCTTAATATAGTCCTTAATTCGGACATCTCCACAATAAAGGATGACTCTCCCTTAATTAAATTATCATTACCACTTAATCTCGTTATAATCTTCTGATATGGATGATATGTTAGATTACAGGGTACATAAAATCCTGCTTGTGCCATAATTATTACTATCATAGATTTCGCCAATGAGGACTTACCAGTAGAATTAACTCCAAATAATAATAATCCATTCTCCTTATCCCCTCCCAAACTTATATCGTTAGTTGTATATTCAGTTCTTATTATTCTCTCAATAAGTGGATGTCTCAACCCTTCCACCTTAAAATACGAACCTTTAGCCTCCTTATCAATATTTGGCTTATAATATCTATACTTAATTGCATTTTGCGCATTTGTCTTTAGGAAGTCTAACATGGAAATAAAGTTATTAATGGGTTGGAAGAATTTATAACTACTAACCTTACCCACAATCTGATAAAATTTAGCTAATAGTTTAGCTTCCATATTACTTTGATATTGTTCTATGGTATTAGTGCATAATCTAATTTGTTCTGAGGTAATAATAGTCTTCGAGGATCGTAACTCCTTAAATTCCAAAACACCACATATGTTCGTATCTACAAATCCTCCTTTTAATAATTTGGCTTTTGCTGCAGTAGTATGCAATGTAATATTCATCTTGACATCCACATCTTCATTTTCAGATTCGGCATCAGATCCTCTATCAATACTTAATTCAATTTTCTTTCCTTTAGTATGAGATAAGAAACTATTGAGATGATCACATATACCATTTAACCAAGTTCTATATTGAGATAATATTTGTGATATATTATCAATCTCTGTGTCTGCTCCTTGATGTAGGAAGGAATCTTCAGTTTCTATGTTAGCATTCTTTCCTCCGATCTTACTATTAAACTTTGCCTTAGCTAGTTTCTCAAAATTAATAATAGAACAAATTTCAGAGAAGCATGTTCTAAATTCATTGGAATCCTCTTCATTCATTAAACAATCTTTTAATTTACTGATATCAGGAACTGCCTTCAAATACTCCATTAACCCATAAATTGCATAATATCCATTAAATAATGTATGAAATTCTTTTGGCTTTAATATACCCATGTCAACTTTTCTTTGTAATAACTCAATATCTGGCAATCCTTTCAATACTTTGTCTACATTTCTAAGAATATCATCATTTTTCATTAGGAATTCCGTCATATTGTAAATACTTTGTAATTTGTCGGTGTCAGTTATGGGGGAAAGTAACATGCGACGAAGATATCGAGATCCTATTCTTGTGCAAGTATTATCTAGGACAGAAACTAATGAATCAAACTTCTTACCTACCGATCTTCTAGATAATAATTTATTCTCATACTTGGGGAATAGGTCTAGTTGATCGATAGCGTTATGTGTTAAGATAAGATGTCGTTTTTGATCCGTCCAACTTACTTTGGGACGTTGTAGTTTCTTAACCAAAGATTCATTATGTTCATAACAATATTGTAATAAGATAGTATACGCAATTCTTCCATATAAGAACATTTCAAGATCTAAGACAGTAATCATATTTGATGTTCCTGGTTGCATAATGGCACCCTCTTGTGTAAATGCCTTCTTAAAAACTTGTTCTTGATATATATCCTTTTTATAATTTAAATCTAAAGACTCACATCTAACAAGTTTATTACTATATCTTTCCAATTCTAAGTTCTTATTAAGGAAGTCTAAATATTCTTCTTCCTTATCCTTTGGAATACCTTCTATGTTAATGATTAATTCAGATGCATTTTGAGATGTTAAGAAACGATATACTTCTTGCATGGCATACACTTCATCATCTTCCTTACTATATATTTCACAAACGGTGTTCTGGCCTGTTGGAATATCGATACTTGATAACCCACATAAAAATATACTTTTATCCATATTCTTCTTTAATGATTGACATTCAATATATATACTAACAATGCTATTGCTACCATTAGGTCTAGTTAATAAGACACTATCCATTTCTGTTCCTGGACTACATACTTCTACTATTTCTCTTTCCACTTCGTCTCCATTGTCGGCATTTCTATCCTTTTGATCAATGCGAACAATAGTATATCCATTACATAAAATTAAGTCTCTATGATTTGGATAACTAACAAATGGAAATCCCATCATTAATGGATTCTTTAGGGAGTGAACATCCTGCTTATTCTTTGATGTAATTCTCATATTTAGGATAATGCTGATATCAACACCATTACCTAATATTTTTGTATTTTCCGTTCTATCACCATCCCCTAACAATGCCAACTTCATTCCTAATCCACTAGCATCATCTTCAAATGCTATTATTTGCCCATCTAATAATGGATCATATTGATAAATCTCGTAAAACTTGCCAACTTGTATAAGAACACATATCATGGATCCAAACTTCTTCTCATATTCTTTTTGTATACTGAAATATCTTTCTGGAATTGATGCATTAGAATTTAGCATATTATATCAATAATCTTTTTTCGCATCTCTTATTTTTTTAATTATATCATTTTGCTCATTCTAAATTTTACAATTTCCTTTTTATATGGACATTATGTTTTTAAGGGGTTGCGAAAAATAAAAATATAATATATGTGATATATAAATATGAGTGCAGATATTCAATGACAAATTATCTACGGAGATAAAATGGAAGAACTATTTCGCATCGAAGTACAAAAATTACAAAATGCTTTAATTAAATATTGGGTTGATGACAATATTTATTTAACATATAGGTTAGATCAACAATCGGAGCGCGAAAGTGAGGCATATATTTACATAAATTATGGAAGTGGTGATGAAATGATTGATGTTGAAATAGTCGCAGATATATTCTTAAATGACGATGGGACTATTGATATCACATATAGAAGAATGTACGGACCTATACCTGACTCCTTCACAATATTGAATAGTCAGATAGACGACATAGATGATGAAAATATTATAGAAAACTATCCATATGATTCTATACGAGATAAAATTAAAATAACAAAGGAAAATAAAATATTAAAATATTCATTATCTAATATATCAAAAGAATTATTAGGATATGAAATTAGAGATCCTAGGCAATTAACTAATACATTAATTTCTAAATTTAAAAGATGTATATAAAGAATGGATAGCCCATTGGAAAAACGATTGAACATATTGCAAAGTATGTTGCGAGAATATTGGAAGGATAATGGTATTTATATAACATATATAGTTGAGGATAGGGGTGATCATAAATTATGGATACAATGATGAAAAGATGGGAGTTGAAATACCTGCGAATGTTTGGACGACTATTGATGAACGAGATGTTGAAATATTTTATGATGGAATGTATAGTCCGGAGGGATTTACAATATTATCCAATGAAATTGAAATTGGTGGAATAGAAATTGATAATATAATAGAAAATTATCCATATTATATATTATTAGATAGAATTAGAAGGATAAGAGAGGAAAAATTATTGAAAAATTCAATAAATGCAATATCAAATGAAATATTAGGAAGAGGATTAACAGATATACAAGATGTAAGGACTGCAACAAATGATATAATTTCTAAATGGAGAAATACAAAAAACAAATAATTAAATTATATATAATTGAAATATCAAAAGATTTTCATGCTGGGCTGTATGAAAATTTTCATGATGCATAGATATTATATATTTAGATAAAAATGATGAATTAACAGTAAAAGTATATGTAGAATTAGATGTATATAATTATGATAATATTAAATTGAACAATGAAAAGATAAATTTTGATGATATATTAAAACATTATGACTATAAATGTGTTGTAAGAAAACATAATCTCTTACAAAAGGAGAAAATATTAGATCAGATTAAAAATTGATTTTATGTTATAATATATTTTATTATTATGATAATAAAATGGAAGAGAGACTTAATAGGGAGGCAAAAGAATTACAAGATCAACTGCAAGAGGAATTCGACGATCCAAAAATTAAAGTACGTTGGGATATAATGAATGAAGCAGTACATCTTGTTATTATGTATGGTGGGAATAGCGATAGGACTAATGTAACAGCAATTGCTGCGGTTGATTGGGATTGGAATGATGAAGAGTGGAATGATGAAGAATTTGAATTTGTTATATATAATCCCGATGGATGGCCTATAAATACTGGGACAATTCAACTTAATGAGATACCTGATCATTATCCATATTCTGAAGTTGTTAGAAAATATAATCTATTACAATCAGAAAAAGAATTTAAAAGATATAAAAAGAATATGGACAGAATATTAACTACATTATCTACTCAATTGTTAGGATATAAAGTTGAAGAACCCGAATTATTGATTAATAAATTGTTAAATAAATATAAAAGATAATAAATATGGAAGAACGACTTATAAAAGATACATTAATACTACAGGAAATTCTTCAACGTGAGTATGATGATCATAGAATTATGGTAAATTGGGGATTTAAAGATGGGGATTTAAATATAAAAATTATGTATGATGAAGATAATTATCAAACAAACGTAAGTGTTATTATTATTATTAATATTAACTGGAATAATGTAAATTGGGATAATCAAGAATTTGAATATGATGTTTATAATTATGACGAATGGAATATTAATTCTAGAAGGATTACATTTGAAGAAATACCAGATTTCTATCCTTATTATGACGTCATAGATAAATATAAATTAGTAAAGGATTCAAGAGATTTTAAAATCTACAAAGATAAGACGGATAGATTAATCACTAATATATCCTTGGGATTATTAGGATACAAAGTTGAGGAACCAGAATTATTACTTAATAGAGTATTAGATAAATATAGAAAATAAAATATTAAATTGATTATTATATTATATAATATAATAACATGAAGGAAATATAATGGAGAAGAGACTTGATGCAGATTCGAAGATACTACAAGAAAATCTTCGGAGTTATTGTGAAGATACAAAGATTATTGTAGAATGGGATATGAACAAGATAATTATAGAATAACATTTTTTATTAAATATGAAGAAGATAATGAAGAAACTAATGTCGAAGTTAGAGCTGGTAATGTTTGGGATTATGAAAACAATTTTGATTGGAACAATGATCCACTTATATTTGATATATATAATTATGATGGATTATTAGATACTTCTTCTGTTCCATTTAATGATATAGTACATTATTATCCATATCTTTGCGTTCTTAATAAATATAAATTACTGAAAGATTCAAGAGATTTTAAAATCTACAAAGATAAGATGGATAGATTAATGACTAATATATCCTTGGGATTATTAGGATATAAAGTTGAAGGACCTGGATTATTACTTAATAGATTATTAGATGGATATAAAAGATAGATTTATTTATGACAAAGACAATTACAAGATTTTATAAAATTATATAGTCTGGATATTATATTTTCATTATCTTCATCAATATCATAATATGAATAGTCAAAATTATCTTTTGTAGGTAATAAAGGTAAATAATTCGTATTGTTGCATGAATCACATAAACAATTATAGCATATTTTATTCTCTGACCTTCTCTCATAATGATCTAATTCTTCGTGTATATCATCCAGGATAGTTATCTCATCTATATGGTACATTTTCTTTCTATAAATAGGGACTAGTGATGATATAGAATATTGTATGGATTTATTTCCATGACAATAACTTTTACATATTGGACATCTTTTGTTTTCCATTTTTAATTATAAATGATTATAATTAAAATCTTATATTATATAATAAATTAAAATAATATGATAATAAAATAAAAGATAATATAAATAAAAGGAGAAGGTAAATGGAAGAACTTGCATCTTTAGATATCACCAAATTAGATAATCTATATAATTATATATCCCAGAAGAAAGAAGAAATTATTGATAAACTAGATACATTTAAGGATATTATTATTGAGAAAAGAAGAGAAAAGATTTATAAAGAGAGCATCGATCATTTACAACAACATATCGATTCTAATAAATTCGTTTGTATACCCCACATCTCCTCCATGAGTGATATAAATAATAATATATATAATGCGTATTGTGTTAAGGAGGTTTGCGCGAAGTTAGATAATAGGAGTGCAGAAAAATATAAAAAGTATTATGGTCAGGATATTGATTTACCTAACAATTATAACGACTTTTATGAAGTATTATGCACTGTTGATGATGTAAATATTGGAGTATATGGAGAATATATTGATATCATAGGTAGAAGAAAATTAATATTTGATGAGAATGGATTAGTTTATATGAAATTTAATATTAAATTTAGATATATATTAACTAGAAAATCTTAATAGTAATTAAATTCTTATATAATTTACATGATAGATATAATATATATTATTATTAATATGGAGAAGAAAGTAAACTATACGGGAAGATGATCCAGGTATGAGGAGGAAAGAGATAAAAATTAGGAAATATTAAGTATGATGTAAAATTATGGGAAGAAATGACCAAAAACAAAATGTAAATAGGATAAAAAACCGAATAGGAAATGGATTTTGGGGAGATAATGGACAAGATAAGGAAAAATGCAAGTAAGATAAGAGTTAAAACGTATGATGATGCGGTCACCGATTTAATATACAACATCATTTTTTATATTACATATACCATGTTAACTTATTCTAAGTATAATCATAATAGACAAATAAAGATATATCCAAAGAAGGTTATACCAAGTGAGAATTGGTCATTCTGTAATAAAGTTATTGATGTAACGGATACATTAAAGTTGGTGGTGGAAGAGATGAACTGTTTATTAGAAGATGATGAAAATTTTAATATATATGTTACCGAATGTGGTACAGCTCTTCTTATTATGTGGTAAACCATTATATCATCTAATTATACATTGATACATTTCATAAAATAATATTGTACAAAATAAATTTAGAAGATGTAGTTATAAAAATATTTTTTAGAAGATGATGTTGTATAAAATAATTTTAGGAGATGATGTTATAAAATAATTTTAGGAGATGTGGTTATAAAATTATTTCATGAGATGATGTTATAAAAAATAATTTTAGGAGATGTGGTTATAAAATATTTTTAGAAGATGATGTCATAAAATTTTATAACTTCATCTCAATTCTTATGATATATAATATATTAATTATAAATTAATATATAATTTAGTACTTCCTATTCTAAGGTGGTCAACTTTAATATAAACATTTTATGTCCTCGTTTTTGTCTTTCTCATTATATATAATATATTATATAATAGTTTATACAAAGTATATAACATAAGGATAATCTTAATCAACATTACATAAGAATATAAATGTAGAAATATACGAAAATGATATTAATCTTATGGATATAAAATATATAATTTTAATATCATGTGATAGTAATGGGTTAATTAATAGTTTATATAATGATATATAAATATGGTATACTGTAAATTATTATTCATCTAAAACATTTTCTTTATGTACACTATCCCATGACATTAAAATTATATAACTTTATATCCATAATGTTAATATCATTTTTTCTTTTAATTCTCTATTTATAATATTATATGAACCAAAATTTTACATAGTTTTAACAAATTAGAAAATTAGGTATTAAATAATATATAATTATATATTATTTAATGTAAATATAATACAATACTACTTTTAACATATAATAGTTTATATTATATTATATTATATTAGAAAGAATTATAATACAATACAATCTCATTCTTGTTATTATATATAATATATAATAATTTACAAACTATTATATATTATATATAATAATAGAAAGTAAGATATTAAAAGAGAAAATTATATAATATATTGCATATAAATAATTTTATGAAGGATGTAAGTACTAAAACATATATATTAATTACAAATTAATATATTATCAATGAAAGTTGTGAAGGGGACAAGTTATAAAAATATTTTGAATGACAAGTTATAAAAAATAATTTTGAAGGACAACTTATAAAAAATAATTTTGAAGGACAAGTTATAAAAATATTTTGAAGATGACAACTTATAAAAATATTTTGAAGATGACAACTTATAAAAATATTTTGAAGATGACAACTTATAAAAATATTTTGAAGATGACAACTTATAAAAAATAATTTTATCTTCCTCTTGAACAGTCGCAGTCGAGATAACCGGTTAAAATAGTATACATCGACATAGATAATGGACTTGTAAAAATATTTTGTTTATAAGAAGACAAATAAATACATTTCATAATTTTATCTTTGTTTGTCGTCTTATGGACAAAATAATGAAATGTATAGATGTTATGTTATGCACTGTTTATCAAATATATTTTAATATCTTTACTATTACAAAAATTCTGTATTGTATAATTGGATCTTTGGTAAATATTAATATAATACAAAAGAAGATGTTATGTCCTCTTCTTCTTATTTAGACAAAATATTTTTTTATGTCATTATTCACAAATTTATAAAATATTGTATTAGATTGGATTAGATTATAAATATAAAAAGAAAACAATACTAATATTACATATATAAAGTTATATAAATTTGATGTCATGGGATAGTATACGTGAAGAAAATGTTTTGTGGGAAGAATGATTTACAGTATACTATATTTATATATCATTATATAAACTATTACTATTTTAAAACATTTTAGTTTTTTCATGTATACTATCCCATAACATCAAAATTATATAAAATTAAAGCCATAATGTTAATATCATATTATTCTTTAATTTTATTATTATATCGTTTTATAAGATGAGATGTAATGTAATTATGAAACTATGAAATAATATATAACTATAAATTATAAGATATAATTACATCTTATCTTATAATTTATATAACTTAACATTAATTATATAAATTTAGTAACATGATGTAAGTTATGTTACTTTAAATTTGATTAAAATGCGTAATATAAGTTATAAAGTAAAATATTAAATCTTACAATTTATATAATATATTTCCAAATCCTTAATATCATATCGAAAATTATCATTGGGCATTATACCAAATAGCTTATTATGATTTATCTAAATTCAATTCGTAAAATAATTACCATAGATTTTTATTATAACATTAACTAATTGTTCCATTTAGTGAAACATAATCTATATATTCTTGTAATGTTTTTAAATTTGAGCTGGGTAATGTAAGTCGATAAACTAATGCAGTATATAAAACAATGGGAATATATCCTAATCCTGCACCTTCTGTTATTAAATAACTATAAAAATTATCTATATTTTCTTTCTTTTTTCCTTTAGTTATAATAGATAACAACTCCCATGCAACATTTGGTGTTATCATATCAAACATGAAAACAGCTAATTCATCACTATCTCCATCATCTTGATCAATATTATATAACCAATCAATAAGTTTTGGATTTAATGTTTTTAATGTATATCTATTAATTCCAAGAGTTTCCTTTATATATTCTTTGTTTTCTAATAACATTTTTAAGTTAACCTCATCCTTTAATAAATATGGAATATAATTACCTTCATTTAAATTTCCATTATATACTTGGTTAAATTCATTTTTATCCAAAAAGTTATTCTTATATTTATTAAACAAAAGTTTAGGATATTTACTATTTTCTATCAAATGTTCATTAAATATATCCTTCATTCCAGAAACATCATCATTGGTATATAATAAATAATTAGAATATAACTCCAGTTCTCGACCCATGCTTCCCATCATAGCTATGTCTGGAATATAATTTATATTATATTCTGGTGCTTGTGTCGGTTCCGTAAATCTATCTTTCAAATCATTATAGATATCTTTTCTATCATAACTATAACATAGGTAATATAAATTATGTATAATATAATTTATTTCACCAATCTTAAATGCTCCCAATAATTTATGTATATCTGATAAAGAATATTTTAAAGAAAATGCTCTATCAAATATATCTGATATTGCCTGAATTCCCATAAATTCTTGTTTATTTTGTATGTTACGTAAGGAAGTAGGACTAGGATATAGGTGATCAAATAAATCAATAATAAACTTTTCCTCTAGAGATAACAATAACGGATAATTTCCAATATGATATAATATCATCGCTTTCTTAATTAATTGGTTACCTTTTATAACGGAAGATACATTAATGAAACTAGTATCATATACAGCTTTAGCTAAGTTTAAAACATTTTCTTCTAAAATTTCATCTTTTAGAGTACGTAAGTTACTAACGAAGAACCTATCTACAAAATATTTATAGAATTCCTTAATTTTACATAAATTTCTGTTTTCATTATTAGTATTACAATAATTTATTATTTCTGACGGAGTTAATTTCCCAAAAATAATTAAAATTGTATCATTAACTAACTTAATATTTTGATTTGACATCTTATCTTTTGCAGTATTTATATAATTTAAATTTCATTTTGTATGAATAATATAAAATTGGGAAGATATATGATAGATTTACAAGAGTATTTCACTAAACATGTAAGCTATAAATATCCATTTATGTTGAAGTAGTGGGTACTATTAATTACATGGATAATAAAAATATAGGAAAGATTAACTTATATTTTGGATCAAAATACCAATTCAGTGACAAGAATAAAATATAAGGTTTTGAATTTTCATTTTATGATTGTGTGAGTTGGATTCCATGGAATGATGTTTATATATGTTTAATCCCATAATTTTAATATCATACTATTCTTTATTTTTATAAAATATAATATGTGAGATGCAATGTAATTATAATTTACATTCCACCATATTATGTATTTGGTGTTTATATAATATATTACCCACAATTTATGTTTTAGGGGCTTATGTTATATTATATATATATAATAGTTTGCATAAAGTATATAATATAAAGAGAATTGCATCATAACGAAACTTAACATTATATAGAACTATAATATCATAAATATAAAAATAGAAGAAGAAAACGATATTAATATTATGGATATAAAGTTGTATAATTATAATGGAGTGGGATGGTACACATGAATAAAAGTAAGAGAATAATTTACGATATACTATATGTGTGTAATACTATATAACTTATTAATTAACTTATTACTATTATAATTTTTTTTAGTTTTTCTTCATGTATACCATTCCACTCCATTATAATTATACAACTTTATATCCATAATATTAATATCGTTTTCTTCTTCTATTTTTATATTTATGACATTATGTATGAGGGTTTATATGATTTATTGTATTAATAGATTAGAAAATTATACATTAAATAGTATACAATTATATATTATTTAATATAGACGTAATATGACATTGATATTAATACAAGATATATTCCATATTACATAATATAGAGTAATACAATTACATTGCACTACGTTCTCTTTCTTATTTTTGTATATATATATTATAAATTATAAACTATTATATATATATATAAGAATAAGAAAGAAAGATAGGAGAGAACATTGAGAAATCGTATATAATATATCATATATTACCAATTTTAACACTAAAATATATATATTAATTACAAATTAATATATTATTGAAGAAAGTTTTGAAGAGGACAACTTACAAAAATATTTTGAGATGACGAGTTATAAAAATATTTTTGAAGAGGATAAGTTATAAAAATAATTTTCAAGATGACGAGATAAAAATATTTTACATATGACAAGTTATAAAAATATTTTTTATGGTGATAAGTTATAAAAATATTTTTTGAAGATGATGAAGTTGTAAAAATTTTTTTAGGAGACAAGTTATAAAAATTTTTTTGAGAAGACAAGTTATAAAAATATTTTTTGAAGATGATGAAGTTGTAAAAATATTTTTTGAAGATGATGAAGTTGTAAAAATATTTTTTGAAGGGAACATTATAAAAAAATTTTTTGAACATTATGAAGTTATAAAAAATTTTTTTCTTTTGCAGAGTGAAGCGAGATAGATGACGAAGTTATAAAATATTTTTATCTTTTACTTTCATATGTAATATCATGAAATATATAAATAGACACTAATTTAGCATATAATACTATAATCTTTTATAATCATTATTAATAATCATATATTGTATATGTAACTTGGTAGTGAATATTCTATTAATATAAAAGAAGATAATATACCTTCTCCTTCTTATTTAAATAAAATATTTTTTTATGACATTATTTCAAAATATACAAAATATAATTTCTTAAAAAAATATCTTATATAAATAAGAAGAAACTAACATATTATCTCTTTTTCATGTTAATAAAATATTTACTGCCATAATTATATACAATAGATATGATACTTTATAATTAATTATTCATATTGACAAAATATGCATAGTTATATTATATAATAATTAAGGAGTCTGTTAAAATTTATAACGCCAACCTCTATCTCGCTTCGATATCTACGCAAGAGAAATATTTTTTATAACTTAATTCTCTTCAAAAAATTTTTTTACAACTTCATCATCTTCAAAAAATTTTTTATAACTTGTCTTCTCAAAATATTTTTATAATGTCCTCTTCAAAAAATATTTATAACTTCAACCTCTTCAAAAAATTTTTTATAACTTGTCTTCTCAAAATATTTTTATAATGTCCTCTTCGAAAATATTTTTTACAACTTCAACCTATTCAAAAAATTTTTTTACAACTTCAACCTATTCAAAAATATTTTTTACAACTTCAACATCTATCTCACTTCGCTATCTCGCCCTCTTATAGCTTATAGACCCAAGAAAAATATATTAATTTATAATTAATATATGTATTTAATATCAAATCTGTTACGAACATTCTTGTATTCGTATTTCCTTTCTTATATATACAATATATTATACATATTGTAACTTTGTGTATAGTTACAGTGTATGAATATAATTATTGTTACACATTACATTGAAGAATAGAAATATTTAAATACACACTTCCATCATTAATACTAAAATTTAATGGTTGTATATACTTTAATCCTGTAAAACATATCAATTCCTTATCTCCTATATTATGAAATCTAACAAAGTCCCCAAAAGTACAAACGCCATTAATACCTTCTAATAAATAAAATGCAAATAATCTAACTTCATACTTCACATCATTCATTTTAATAATGTTACTGTTCTTTAATCTTAAAACTGGAATTTGTGGCGTAAAATTTGATATTTCTTCATTTTGTAATAGGTCTTTAACATAAATTGTTGTCATTATTTATTATCTTGTTTATAATTCAAACAAGACAATTTTGTATTTATAATATATTAGTTTAGGTTTTCATTCTTATCATATTGTCTATATGTTCCTTACAATAAACGTTCGTGGTGATAACACCTACCCATATTCATCCATTCTTATCATATTGTTTATATGTTCAATGCAATCTACCCAAATTTTCAGACACTGCAATCCCTTAAATAAATGATTACAATATATAAAATGTCCTATGATACGTTACAATATAAACAATATTGCGATGTTTTACAATCGGGTCATCTATCACTAGATGCCCTATCCAGAATTGTTAAACATGATGATACTCATGGTGATTATGACGCTGAAGCCTTAGCTAGAAAGAAAGTATTAGAGGATGGTAGAAATGGTAAAATAGTGGTAGCTAAGTTAAAAGATGAACCTGGGGATGCATTATATGGAAATTCATGGCCATTACCTTTAACATTTGTTTTAGCGAGGGATGATAAGCACGATAGATCCACTAAAATACCCACTGGCACTTTAGAATGTTGCACGCATGGTCATCATTAAATGAATTAATCTTATACTATAATAATTAATCTAAATGAATTATTATATCTAATTTATTATATAATAAATTAATATGAATGCTAATAAAGATTTAAATACAATAGATAGAAAGAAATATATAATAATATTTTTAGGATGGGCAATACAATTTATTAATTGCTCAGGATTATGGTTTCCATCTACAATTAAATACATTAGTAAGGATTTAGGAGTAGAACCAACCCAACTATCCCTAGCCGCCAGTATTATTACTGGAATGTTTTTCTGTGCTGGTATTATAGGAGGATTATTAACAGATAGAATTGGAAGTAAACTAAGTGCCATTATTGGATCAACGTTATTTGTCTTGGGACATGCCACAGTATGTTTTACTAAGTTTTTACCAATATCGCAGAATACTATTTTATTCTATACTGTTTATGGGATAGTTGCTGGAACTGGAGCGGGAATATTATTAAATGTATCATTGGGGGTTACGTTGTCCCATTTTCCTAAAGAACAAAAGTTGAAAGTTAATACGTTGGTGATGACTGGAGTTGGATTTGGTTCTATATTCTTTTCTAATTTATTTCCTTGGTTGTTATCTAATGGAGTAAGTTGGCAATTAATTATTGCTTCATATTCTGGGTTTGCTGCTATTATATTATTTCCTATTAGTTTAAGTATGAAGGATGTTAAAAATATTCCGATTAATAGGGAGGCGGTCAAAAGTATATTAAGAAAGGAATTTGTGCCATTACTAGTTTCTGGATTTATGTTTGGGTTTGCGCATGTATTACCAATTACCCATTTTATAAATTATATAAGGGGGATAACAGAGAACCCAAATGAAGAACAGACTACACAATTAAATATATTACAATCCATGGTTGGAGTTGGCTTATTAATTACTAGAATTATACTTTTCTTGGTTTTGATCAAACATAATAAGATACAATCCCGAATATTATTTATAATTGGAATTGGAGGATGTGGTATAATCTTATGTGTATGGAATGTGATAACTGTTATATATGCAGCCTATATTTATATTATTATATATTGTATATTTATGTCGATAGTGTATGCAACATTTGCGACATCGGCGGTGGAGACAATATCGAGTTCATATGTATCGACAATAGTGGGATTCATGTCAACAAGTATAGGATGTGGATTATTAGTTGGACCATTTTTATTTTCATATGATAAGGCTATAATATATGGTATTATATTAATTATATCATCTATTAATTTAATATCTATAGTTCTCAAATAGAGCAAGTATTTACATATTTATATTATATAACTATCTTAGTTATATGATTATCTTAGTATATAGATTATAGATTATATAATTATCTTAGTATATAGATTATAGATTATATAATTATCTTAGTTATACAATTATTATAGATTATATAATTATCTTAGTTATATAATTATAGATTATATAATTATCTTAGTTATATAATTATAGATTATATAATTATCTTAGTTATATAATTATAGATTATATAATTATCTTAGTTATATAATTATAGATTATATAATTATCTTAGTTATATAATTATAGATTATAGATTGTAGATTATATAATTATAGATTATAGATTGTAGATTATATAATTATTATTATCCCAGTTATAAAATTATATTTTTGTGGCATGGGGTGGAACTCATGAAATATAATTAATAGTGTTTTTAATCCACAATATCTATCTTAAATTATGAATAATATTTTAATTTATATTGCCTTTGTTGTAGTTATAATAGGAATCTTTGAATTTTATAAATATAAATATAAGTTAAAATATTATTTATAATTGATATAGATAGTATGTATTAAAAATGGTATTAATTATATTTCATGTGTTCCACCCTATGCCTACAAAAATATAATTTTATAATTTATATAAAATTATTTTATATTATAGTTAAGATCATTATCTTGTGTTCTATTAAATATTATTAATAATATTTATAAGATTTAAAATTTTATATGTAATTACTAGCAGAACATTAATACCCTTCCTATCTTAAATTTTTATATTTCTTTAAGAATTCTACTTTATTATTGTCAAAAAGTATATAATTATATTGATCATCGATATAAAACCCATCATGATACAGAGACTGTAAAATTTCATTGTTACTACCACTACCAATAGTTCCATATGTTGATACATTGCCGTTCTTACAACCTAAAATATATATTTTATTATATTGAGCATTAATCCCAAATATGATTGGCATGCTTAGACCATCATAAATATAAATACCTATCTTATCTAATGAACATTCCTCATGTGATGAAGAAATTTCATACTTACCAATATTAATTATAGATGTAATATCGCTAAGAAAATTATAAATTTTTTTATATTTATTAATTGCATAAATACATTTTAGCGGGAATATATTTACAATATATAAATAATTTTTATACCAAATATTATCTATTATTTTATTTGATCTCATAAAAGTATCTCTATATAATGACCTCCATAATTTATCATCCTTACATAAATTATTATAATACTTAGAAATTTGTAATGCATTGGATAAATCATATGTGGATAAATATTGAAATATATTAAGGAGGATTTCTTGTGGTATATTGTCCTCTTGCATATTATCTATATAATATTTATTTGTTAATAAATATTCACTTTTATTTGTTAGTTATAGGATAATAGTAAAGTATTAATCATGCTCTTGATAGCACGGGAAGGAATTATACAATTGGTGGCAACTTCTAGATCAACATATAAGTTATATTCATTTGTTATCAAATATCTATTATTGACAATATATAAAAGCCAATCGCTTGCAGATGTAAACTCACTGGCTTCTAAAGCGGTTATATTTTTAAATTCATCGCCTAATTCATTTAATATGTTACCAATTTTATATTTATCATTTAACATTATATCTTTGTATTCATACACATGAATTAAAAATTAAATATAATTATATAAGGATTAAGATCTATATCTAATAATATCGTCTTTTATTTGAGATATTCTTTTAAGGCAATATAAATTTTTATAAATTCTAAGTTTGATAATTATATATAATAAAAATTTTTTATAAACTATATATTATATAAAGTTAGGAATTCTAAAATTTTATATTTTCTTAAAAGAATATCTTAAATAAAAGACGATATTATTAGATATAGATCTTAATCCTTATATAATTATATTTAATTAAACAAAAATAGTAGAACACACTCATGTGTTGGTACACATGAATTAAAAATTATATAAAAATAGATACGTATAACTAATACCATATTCTTATTTCATTATAAAATGTAACTATATAGTGATCTACGATAAGACGTATTATAAGATATATGTGATTACAAAATAATTTATATCTATTATTAAGATATAAGATATATATAATATTATTATTATATATAATTGGTATAAAATTATTTATTAGAATAAGATGAATAGGGAAAAAACTATAAGGGGAACAGCAATTGGAAATGTAATGCTATTACTACATTTAAAACTATAATATAGTCCCGATCTAAATGAACTATCACATGTCACAACATCATATTTATATATTTGTATACTTGAAGGAATTGTGCAATTATCATCCGTAAAAATATTCATAGACTTTGAACTACAATCTGCAATAACCCATAATTCATTTTCTCGATATCCATCCAATTGTTGACATGTCCAATTCGCTGGAACTGTCTTAACAACATCTACATTATATGTACATTTACCAGGAATTGGAGTATACGCACTAGGAACATCGTAAAATGTTACATATTGTGCTCCGACAATGGAGATGATAGTTAGTAAAATAATTAAATTCTTATACATTGTTATATTATATTGTCAATATAATTATAGAATCAATTTTATTACATAAATTATAAAATCATGTTGATATGCTAACAACTATAAATTTCTAAAAGTATTATATAATTTATAAATATATATATATCATTAATGCTTAATTGGGAATAATTTATATTGATTCTCAAGTAAGAAATTAATTTGTTCAAGGGTAAATGTTATAAATGTATAATTGGATCCATCATAAGTTGTTTTATAAAATCCATTATTATCAAGATCATCAATACGGGATACTAATATGGTATAATCCGTCATTATCTTTGGCATATCATCCCCTATTTGTGCGATTATATATATTTTTCCTTTCTTTTCGAGGACGAACAAAAAATTTGTATCACCCGTATTTTTAATCACCATTCCTAATTTATATATTGCTGTACGCACTCCATTATTTCTATAATTTCCATCATGTAATATTCTTTGTATTCTATATCCCCAATTATATACATTATTTTTATATAATTTTATAATATTAAGTTTTTCCCTTGAAAATAATCTCCTGACATATATATAATTATCATACCAACTTTTATTTGAAAGTGTTTTTTCATGTAAACCAAAATTATCAAAATATAAGTTTTGCCAAAGAATTTCATCTTTGCACAATATATTATTATATTTTGATGTTATACATACTCTCATTAATTCCTCTGTGCTTAGGTTATTCAAAATATCCAATAATATTTCATCTGGAAATATATTACCCTCTTCCATTTTATGTCTTGTTTATATAAACAAGATATATTAAAATCAATTTATACATATTCTTGATATAAGATTTATACTAACATATTATGATCCATTAAAAATTCTACATCATTCTTATTAATTACAAAGATTTTATTATGAACATTGCTCGTAATGTCTCTCTCCACGATCTCCCCATCCCCTTCATAATATCCATAATCATTCAACGCCAAAGATACATTTGGAAGTAAAGTTACTTTTTCATTTCCTCCGTTCGTTAACACAGAAACAGATAATTTATCATCATCTCCTATCAAAACATTCGCCAATAATCCATCTGACTTTTTAGATCTAAAAAGTTTGAATTGACGTAATATTACAAGAATATTCCCAAGTTCAGGTACATTCTTTCTATTTAAAAATTTTAATTCTGTTAAGTGTGAAGATTTTCTATATAATTTTAATATATTAAATATATCTAATAATCGAACATAATTATTGAACCATAATTGATCTGGGAGAATTTTATGCTCAGTTTTATATGTGTTTACATAAAGAGTTTTCCATATATAATCATCGGAACATAATTCATTTCCGTATTTTGATGTTTGGCATATTCTTACTAATTCTACTGCATCTAAATTTCCCAATATATCCAACAATACTTCATAAGGAATATGTTGATATAAATCTAAATTTTCTTCCATTTTAATTTATAAGATTTTTTATTCAACCTCATATATTCTTCTTATTATATTATCAAAATATATATATATCATATTTTCAATATAGATATATTATTATATGTATAAATAATAGAATGAATATATACAATTAACATATTATATACTTAATTATTATTATATATATTAATATATGATATTAATATATATAATAATAATTAAGTATATAATATGTTAATTGTATATTATAATTAATAGTAGTTACTATAAAATATAAATAAATTATATTTTATTATATTAAATTTTGTGATTATATGGATATAGATGTATTTATTTTATTAATATGGATGAAGATAGCGTAAGATAAGACATATCTTATATGTCATTTATATAAAGATGGAGGAGATATATGAGATAAAATGTATAATAAAAGTTACTGAGTATGATAGAGAAAAAATAAAACATAGGAAAATGGGAAACGGAGGAACGTGGAATAAAATTGAATATGAAGCTGATGTAAACAACACCATAAAAACTCTAAATGGTCAAAATTATACTAATGCACAATATAGACTACCTAATAATACAACATCTAATCAAAATAATATTACGTATCAATATCTTGTGAGTAGTGGAACAAAATTTGAATATTGTAATTCTTGGAGAAATATATTAAGTGTTCCATTTACACATGGTGGAAATTTTATGGTGGATAGTGGATTCATAAAAGTACAACCTAAAATAACTAATATAGGTTCGGGGGTAAACATCGGAACTGTTTCTTATAGAGGAGTATATTCCGATGGATATAGAGGTGATTGGTTACCAGCATCATTTAATACCGATGTTTATTATTATATATCTAAAACGCGTTTAGTAGGAGCAAAACCTAATGAAGTTACATATCCTTTAGTTGCATTGGCATTTTCTGTCGAGTATCAAACTCCTTAATTTATAATTTTGTATATAAAGTTATATGATTATTTTAAACATCCGGACTTACCTCAATTCCACTTCCCATAAAAACATCATCAATGCCCATTTGAACTCTATACCAAGGCATATTAAATCCATCTTTACATAATGTTATATTTTTTACCTCATTTTGTATAGCATGTTCCTTCATTTTTGTTAATGCATCAAATAGATATTTATATGTGCCTTTAGCCCATTCCGATGATCTAACTGATAATCCATATGTATATGTATCATCAGATTTAGTTATAACAATAGTTCCAGGTTTATCTGTAATTATTGTATATGCTATACCCTCCATTTATATTCTCTTATATAATTATTTTCATATCAATTTATTACAATCCAAATTATAATAAATACAACTATGACAGTTATATTTTATTACATAGACTGACATATAATAATAATTGTAATAGATACAAGTATGTTATTACTAATACTATATTCTAACTACTTATATTTTAATTCATGGATACCACTATGGTGAGACGAAGACCCTATCAACATTTTATATAATGATAATTGTAATAAATACAAATTAAAATACAAATATGACATTGATAATACTATTCATTAACTATTTATATTTTATCTTATGGGAAGGTATACATACCTTAAATTATATAAGTTAGATATTAACTTATATAAAAATATGATATTGATAATATAACTCATTGGCTAAATATATTTTATTTCATGAACATTTTATATAAAGTAGATACATTAATAACTATATTTTATCTTATGAAGAGTTAATATAGCTCTATACAATTATATTTTATAGATTATATATAATTTATATAATATGTAAATAATACACTCTTCATAAAATAAAATATTAATACATATAGAATAAAATAATATTATAACTTAATTATAATAAACTAAATATTACATGATGTTCAATATCATGTAATACAAGTTAGGTGTTCAGTCCAACTTATATTATTTGTCTTTTTAATATTTGTCTTTTTAATATTTATATTTATTGTTCCCCTCCATCTGTCGATAAATCAACGTGATGAAAATCTTTCCACTCTGCATAATGGAATCTATTCTTAATCCAAAGTGGCACAACTTCACTGTTATCAATCCATTGACATTCCAATCCTCTGCTCTTATACTTATTAATTCTTTCTAATAATCTATTATGTAATGTTGTTTCTGCACCTTCATTATATGCAACCTGGAATGTCCTATGTTGATTTAAAACACATTTAAATTCTTTGTATGATTGTAAGTAACCTTGAACATAATATTTACCTGTCAATAATGAATACAAACATTGTGCAGAAATCCAAAAATCATGTTTGCTATTAAATGCGGCACGACAACATGCTAAATCAAAATTTTCTATTAACTCCTGTGGATTGGAAGCCTTAATATGTACCATATCGACATTACCCACAGATAATCTATGATTAGTTTCTGAGTTTAAGAAGAAAATATCTGTATCTGAATTCACAAAATCTCCATATAATTTTACGATATCAAATTTCTTATGTATGGAATCATAAACTGCCCTAACTTGATCTTCTGCTAATATTGATAAATCAATACCATGTAGTTTCTTTATTATATCCACCATATCATTCTTATTCTTAACCTTTTCCACATAATTCTTTATTTCTTTTATTATATCGAAAATAATACATGAGAGTTCATATTGAAGGTATTTAGCGTTATATAATCTATCACAAATAAAGTTCCAAACTTCATGGGGTTGTAGAGAAGAGGTAAACATTGGTAAATCATGTGTAATATTTTGTAATAAAACCTTATTATTTGGTCTTCCAACAAATTCACGAATGGTAGAAATAAGTGCTTCATACGCAGCTTTACCACTTTTCACATTAGAAATTCTAGAATTAACTAAATTTTTGACTCCATCACTATTAAGTTGACATATATCTTTAATTATTTTAGGTATTTCTTGTTTATTATCCTTGATTTCATCTAATGCCTCTTGCAAGAAACTTCTTACATAAACTAATGCCGCAGATCCAGCAATACACCAATCAAACTTCGAATTGATAAATGATTCTGGTAATTTATGGGATATGTCACTATTATCACATTCATTTTCTCCAGATTGCCCATGTGTCCTCTTTCTAATATTAAGCAATCCTGTAAACTTGTAAATATGATCTTCATCTTTTCTACTCTCCACGGCCTTAATCAATGCGTCTGCATTTTGAATAACATCATAGAAATTATGAAGCTCAGGGTATTGGTTTGTGTTCATTGTGGTCATTTTTAATTAAATCCAATTATTTATTTATTAAATCATTTTATCTTATATGATGGGATAAAATGATTTAATAAATACTATAATTATGGTTAATACAGTTACAATTGTAATTATAAAATTGATCATAAATAATTATTTGTGACTTTAAAGGAAGTAGAATAGATAGAATACAGATATGGAAGAATGCATGCCAACGGAAATAAAATATTATATATTACAATTTTTAAATTGTGATAGTAATTCTATTTTAAACCTTAGATTATGCTCCAAAGAATTTAATTATATAATAAATGATCAAATAATGAAATATCAAATACAAGATATGATAGAACATAATATTTGGATAAAGGTAAAGTTAGAACTTGATAATTATAATAATATATATTATAGAGATAATTATATACACAATAAATTAGGAAAAGAATATCATAAATTATTACAAGATGATACAGTTATACAATATATAATAAATGGATGGAATAAGGATAAAATAAAGAAAGTAATTATGCTTATATGTAGATATAATAAAATATTTATGTTAAAAAGGTTGGCTCTTCGTATTTGTAGAGAACATCTGTTAAAGTATATAAGAGAATGTATAAATAATAAAAGTTACGAATGTTATAACTATCTAATGAATATAAATGGAAACGATAACCTATTGGAAGTTATAATAATGTGGGCCAAGGTTGATATTGTAGTAATGGAGTTATTAGTACGTATAAAAGACACTAAAGACTTAAATATTTTGTTTCTTTCCTTGGCTACTGATGGTTATATGAAAATTATATATGATATAATTGGAGAATTAATGGATGTATGGGGAGAGGAACTAGGTTGGATTGATGATAATACAAAAGTTGAATTATATAATTATGGTATTAAATATAGTTTCTTCCATATTTGCGAATTATTTGCGGATATGAGGGAATATATGAATATGCAATTGGTTCGTTGTGCATACTATTCTAATAATGTTATTGAAGTACATGATTATGTAAAAAGTGCGGATTATTATATTAATGCTTTTATTGGAGCATGTGAGGGAGGACAGACTGAGTTAGTAAAGGAATTAGCACCTTATATTAAGGATCCAATATATATAGATAGTAGTTTTTGGAGTTTTTATTCCTTGTCTGATGTGTTGTCTTTGCATCAATTATATGATAATGGTAAAATAGATAAATTGAGTATTATGGAGTATTATGTCCATCATGATGATATTGATAACTTCATAAAGTTGTATAATAAGGACGATTTCAGTAATGTGTTATATAGGAAAACATTTGGTAATATAAGAGTATGGATGCAACTTAATACGGGTAATTCCAATCTTGTATTAGATTATCTAAAAGAAAATTAATTTGATTACATCAAATCTGATAAAATTATTTTTATAACTTATATATGTTATAAAATATTTTTCTTAATCTCATGTTATAAAATTATTTTATAACATATACTTCATAAAATATTTTTCTTAATTTCATGTTATAAAATATTTTATAACATATACTTATAAAATATTTTTTATAACATATACTTCATAAAATATTTTTCTTAATTTCATGTTATAAAATATTTTATAACATATACTTTATAAAATATTTTTTATAACATATACTTCATAAAATATTTTTTATAACTCATACTTTATAAAATATTTTTATAACTTGTATACTTTATAAAATATTTTTATAACTTGTATAATACAAAAGAAAATCAGGAGGATAAAAAAGATGGAAAACGAATTATTTAAAAATCAAATTGATATAATCTTTGAGCATCAATTTTGGTTACAAATTTTAGGAGATCATATGAGATTTATAATAGGGACTACTTCAAGTGAAGAAGCTGATATTGTTCAACGAGCAACATTATTAAGAGATGAGGCGGATAGTTTGTTAGAAACGGCAAGGTCAGGAGTAGATGTCACAGAAGATGCTATACCTACCATAAATAAAATTCGAGAATTAAAACTTGATATAATAAGAGCTCATTTAACAACAGGAATAAAGATAGGATTACCTCCAACATTTGTCAACCACATGATAAATGAGTTAGATGAATATATGAATATATTAAGAAGATATACTGGACAACAAGTGGTAACTGACGTAGAACCTTTAATAAGTGTGGAATCAAATCACTTGTTACATCATCATCACTTATGGAATGCAGATGCAGAGGGCCACCTTGATGCTATTATGAGTAATTTAGATGCAACAGAAAAGGAATTAAGAAAAGAGGCAAGAAAATTAAAGAAAATATTTGGATCTTATTATGTTAAATCATTGGAGTATGCTGGATACATGAGGACAGAATTATTGGAATTTAATGCATTAAATAAGTTTAATGATGATGTAAAGGTAAAAATAGGAATGTTTTTAACGATATTAAGAGAGTTGAGATCTAATAGATTAACAGCTGATGTTTTGGGAACATTACAGCCATTAATGGTGGATCATATGATTCGAGAAGAAAGTTACTTTTTAACGAAGATAGGGGATAAATCGTTTATGGATATTGCCATTGGGGAAAGAGTTGAAAAATTAGAAGATGATGTGGTATTTAGAAGTTTAGGATCAGCGGTCATACCACAATAATTTTAATATATATCTAATATTAAATATATTTATAAATATATTTAATATTATTTTATAATATATTTTATATTTGGATTATAAAAATTTAAGAATATTATAAATCTTATAAAAATAAAAATATAGATAAATAAAAACGAATGGGAGATTTTAATTTTACAAGTTTTTGTCCAGTTGGATTAGTCTACTATGCTGTAGTTAATAGATTTAACGGAACAAGTAATGGATTGATTCAAAGAGGGTATTGGGGACAAGCTGCCCAACCTAGAAATACATTTGCAAATATTAGACAGGTCGTAAATAAATATAATTCAACTGGCTTGGAGGGAGGTTTGGTTATTATAGTGCAAAAACCATCAAATGTTATAATAGACGGTGAAATTGAACCAGCCGTGATTGACACAGGAGATATTTCCCTTCCACCTGAAGTTACCATAAGACCTGGTGATCTCTTAGGAAATATTGATCTTATTTCAGATAGAGAAAAATATAGATGGGAATTAAGCGGAAATTTATTTTCCAATCTATTAAGATTAGATAATATGTTAATTAGAGCTAGGGGAGTATCTATTGGTGTATGTCTTGTTGGTACATCTTCAAAAATTGAGGCAGCAAACATTTCTCCAACTAGAGGCGATAACCAAAAACCATCATCAATTTTATATATTAAGGTTGGACGAAATGCCAAGGCACAAATAGATGGGTTAGAATTGAATCGTGGGGCTAAATTAATACTTGAGGAGAATTCTAAATTCTTGATGAGGGATGGAAACTTAGAAGTGCATGGATCTAACAACGAATCATCTATGGATTTAATATGTGGAAACTGTGATGTTACTTTATACAATACAGCGGTTCTTTATGATGGAACTGGTGGAATATTATTCAGTGGGAATGGTAAAGTAAATAGTAAAGGTTCCGTTTATGAATCTAATGATGTGTTCACTTTCCATAAGATGAATTCCAATAGGGTATATCATGAATCAGATTCTCTTAGATTGCCTAATGGAGTAGTTGATGATATGGTATCTCCAAATAAAGTACATTATACATTAACAACTATAAATGATAATATGACATCCTTAATTAATCCTGAAGAAGCCGATTATAGTTTCTTTAAACCTAATGGAAATATTATAAGCAGTGGTTCAGTAGAGGATACTGGACGTTGTTTAGTAAGTGATAAAGAGAGATATTTATATACTGTCAAAGACTGTAAAAACGTTGCCTTTAGGAATATTGGAAGATTACATTTGGTGTTTTCGGACAATCCTACAGTTAAAGAGGTAATGATTACTCTATCTAATGTAAGAAGGATAAAAGTTACTGGTGCTATTAGTAATTCTGCTAGGGAATTACTTAATAAACAGAATACTGTTAACTTAGTATTTAATGATAGAAGAAAACGTTGGGAGAATCTATTATTGGATAATCAACCTCAATCTCAACCCCAAAACCAAACCCTACCCCAAACTCAAAATATTAATGATGAGAGTATTGTATACATATAAATATATAATATAATAATTGTTATGACAAAAAAAGATATATTAATATAAATTATAAAGTATTTATATTATAATATAATCCATGGGACTATGGCAGAATTAATATAGTTCCTTCTTTGGTTTGGTTATATAACTTTATAATTTCTTATCTTTATAATCTTCTATAACCCAATCGAAGATGGGGCAAAGCACTTTATGATACTAATATTATGGTTATAAATTAATATAATTTATAATCTATGTATACCTATGCATGATCAGTTCTGTATTATTTCATAATTATAGAGTACTACTTATGAATATTAATATAGATATCAGTATTCATAATTAAATTTTTATAATTATGAAATGGTATGGAATTAGTCATGGATAGGTATACATAGATTATAAATTATATTAATTTATAACCATAATATTAGTATCATAAAGTGCTTTGCCCCATCTTCGATTGGGTTATAGAAGATTATAAAGATAAGAAATTATAAAGTGCTTTGCCCCATCTTCGATTGGGTTATAGAAGATTATAAAGTTATAAGAGATTATAAGTATAATAAAATGATACTAATATTATGGTTATAAATTAATATAATTTATAATCTATGTATACCTATGCAAGATTAATTCTTTAATATTTACGGTTATAGATATTCAATTATTAATATTAATATCTATATTTAAAATACTCTTCTCTTTTTTACTTTATTCTTTTATGGAAAAATAAAAATTCTATTTTTATTTTTCCAAATTTACTAAGTATACATAATAAAAAATTATAATCTATATATTATAGAATTCCACCGATAACATATTTTTCCTTAAAGAATAAAGTAAAAAGAGAAGAGTATTTAAAATATAGATATTAATATTAATAATTGAATATTTATAATTATAAAATAGTTTATAATTATCTATGGATAGATATACATAGATTATAAATTAATATAATTTATAACCATATCATTAATATCATTTTATTATTTTATTATAAATATAAGATATTATAAAGTAGAGCTTGCCATCATATGATGGCAAGTGCTTCGCCCCATCTTCGATTGGGTTATAGAAGATTATAACTTCATTAAAATTAAGAAGTTATAAAGTAGAATTATAAAACATTATAGAATAGATTTGCAGGGATTATTGGAAATTATAAAATATGATAACGTTATAGAATGGATTTATAATAACTTTATAATCCATTATGAATATATCCTATAACAAATCATGCAAAAATTTTTATTAATAGCGCATCTTATTATTAAATTCGAAGAATGGTGCAAAGTCTAGTCTTATACCCTTTTCACTTAATCGCATTAAATTATCTTCCACTGACATAGACAAATCTATTGGACATCGACCCTTTAATATATTAGAAGATATAAGTAACGCTTCTTCAAGTGTATCTGCCCTAAATGATGTCCAAAAATTACTATAATCAAGAGATAAAATAAATCCCATTTGTCCGGTACTTCCTAACTTTCCACGACTTGTATTAAAATATGCAACTTGCCAAACTTCACAGTGTGATACTATTGCCTGATTTCTAGCTTTCAATTCTCCCATTTCAGTTTTATTCTTAATTTCATAGTTAATATGAGCCTTTACATCAAAATTTATAATCTTATATTGTTCTGATAAAATTTTGAGCATATTATATGCATTTGTTATATTAGCATAATTATTGCTAAAATTTGGAAGACAAAAAGAAACAGACGAACCATCTAAAGCTTGATATATGTATAAAAACGTACTCATATTTACTTAATGCCTCTCATTGATATTATTAATCAATTGTCTCTATAAAAATAGGAAAGAATAAAAATGAACATAGTGTTAGACTTAGACTTAACTCTCATTAAATCAACTGTAGATAAAATTAATGGAAAATTTGAGGTAAGATGTAGGCCCGGTCTTCGTGACTTCCTTAATTTCTGTTTCTCAAATTTTGAAACAGTTAGTATATGGACTGCTGGTTCTCCATCATACTTTAATTATATCCATTCTAAAGTATTATCTCATTACATGCCACCTGGAAAAACATTCTATCGAACATATACATCCAAGGACTGTGACATATACAAAGTTATAGGCAAACAGGAAGAAAACGTACATGCAGAAATTTGCATCAAAAATTTATATAAGATTATTAAGGAGATACCATATGCAAGCATTAATAATATCATCATAGTCGATGATAGCAGAATTCCATGTGTCCTAAACTTACAAAATCATTTATCCATTGCCCCCTTTGAAGGAAAGAAATCCGACGTAGAATTACAAAATATTATCCTAAAATTAGAAAGTATTTTAGCGTATCACTATGTGTATCAATCCCTTCCATCTCTAGATACCATTTAAGTTTTATATCTATTATAGATTAATAGATATAAATTATAATAACTATTAAAATGTTGAATACCCTATTTCAAAGATTATCACAGGATAATACTTTATATAAAAATTTTATTGTAAATAATAATATATCCAAAGATAAACAAATATATTCTAACATAAGAGAAGAGTATAATTATATTTATAATAATTATTATGATGAGGAATTCACTGATGATATATTCGAATTAGAAGAAAGAAAATATTTTAATCCAAATGTTTATAGATATAATGATACTGTCGTTAAATCCGTGGATAAAGACACTCTTGATCAATTTAATGGATTAATCCATGAATGTTTTATTTTATTGCATATATCTAAGATGTACCCAGAGATGACACAATCCATTATAGATATTAAATTAACAGGAGACACATTATTTCTTATTACTAGATATGAGAAAGGACAAACCTTAGAGGAATATTTAGATTCTTATTTTAATAATAAGGATTTAGATAGTATAAAGATATTATTAGGAAAAACTTTTAATGTGTTGGGTAAGTTATATGAAACATATAAATTTACACATTATGATCTTCATTTACAAAACCTTATTATAGATGATAATAATAATATAAAAATTATAGATTTTGCTTCTTCGCATATTATACTAGATGGTGTTACATATGGAGTAACATCAACATATTCCCTTAATACATATACTTTGATATTACCGAATTACTTTTGGCCATATGATATTTTTAAACTTTTATGTTTAATTCGAGAAAAATTTGACTATAAACTTAGAAATAAAGAAATTGAGGATAAGTTATCCCATACTTTATATAATTATAATATATCTATTAGTAAGTTAGATAATATAGTTAAAGAGTTTGAGAAGAATATAAATAATAATGATTATGAAGAATATGATTCCATGGAAGAATTTAATGAATTTTATAGTGAAGCAAAGAATAATCTAGATACTAAGATAAATAATAGAGATAATGAAATAAATAAATATAAGAAGCAGCTAGAAGGTATTAAAGTTATAAAAGAAGATGTAAGATATATAAATTTATTAGAAGTGCTTATATCATATTTCTTAAATATTAGATTGATTGAGGAATATTATAATAAGACTAAATTTTATGATGCGGTTAGGGTTGATATATTTTCAGAATATGATGAATATTTAACAAATTATGAACATTTTTATGAATTTTCAACATCATACACCAACTTCATATAATTAATTATAAGATATTATAACTCTATAATTTATTAAAGACTATATAATTATAAATTTATAAGAGATTATAAATTTATAGAATTATAGAATTATAAATTTATAAGAGATTATAAATTTATGGAATTATAGAATTATAAATTTATAAGAGATTATAAATTTATAGGGATTATAAAGTTATAAGAGATTATAAAGTTATATAATATTATAAAGATAAGAAATTATAAAGTTATAGAAGATTATAAAGATAAGAGATTATAAAGTTATATAACTTTATAAAGATAAGAGATTATAAATTATGAAGTTATAGAATGTAATAATTTATAATTTATAAGAGATCATAATTTGTGAGGTTATAGAAGAATATAAATTATAAAGTTATATAATATGGTTGAATATAGGGATATGGAGTGAAAACGCATTGTCACATATTACTACAAGTGCCAGTTCTATTTTCAACCGGGTTATATAAATTTATAATCTTCTATAACTTTATAATTTATAATCTCCTATAAATTTATAATCTCTTATAACTTTATAACTTTATAATTTATAATTCTATAACTTTATAATCTCTTATAACTTTATAATTCTATAACTTTATAATTTATAATCTTCTATAAATTTATAATCTCTTATAACTTTATAATTCTATAACTTTATAATCTCTTATAACTTTATAATTCTATAACTTTATAATTTATAATCTTCTATAAATTTATAATCTCTTATAACTTTATAATTCTATAACTTTGTAATCTCTTATAACTTTATAATCTTCTATAACTTTATAATCTCTTATAACTTTATAATTCTATAACTTTATAATCTCTTATAACTTTATAATTCTATAACTTTATAATCTTCTATAATTCTGTAACTTTATAATTCTATAACTTTGTAATCTCTTATAACTTTATAATTCTATGACTTTATAATCTCTTATAACTTTGTAATCTCTTATAACTTTGTAATCTCTTATAACTTTATAATCTCTATAACTTTATAATTCTATAACTTTATAATCTTTTATAAATTTATGATCTCTTATAAATTTATAATCTTCTATAACTCAATCTAAGATGGGATCCAACACTTGATATCTATGATCGCAAGGCGAAGCACTTTACAAATTATTATATTCTATAAATTATAATCTTCCATAAGTTATAATCTTTTACAAGTTTGTAATCTCTTATCTTTATAATGTTATATAACTTTATAATCTTTTACAAGTTTGTAATCTCTTATCTTTATAATGTTATATAACTTTATAATCTTATGTAACCAGATCGAAGATGGGATAATTACTTTATATTATAGATGTCCATGAGTTAGCCTTTATAATCTCTTATAACCAATCGTAGATGGCAAGGCGTTAGTCTCAATAAGAGATGACAAGGAGTTAGCATAGGACCGACGTCCGACTATATCAATTTATAATTCTATAACTTTGTACTTTTGTGGAATAAAGGAAAAGATATATATTCTATAATTTGATATAATTTATATATTGACATCAATACCATATTTATGTATAAATTTTACTCTATGAGGTAGTACACATGAATGATTCTAGTCCACTATGAAATTATACATTAAATTATTCGTGTGTACTACCTCATAGAGTAAAATTTATACATAAATATGGTATTGATGTCAATATATAAATTATATCAAATTATAGAATATTATAAATAAAAGGTTAGAATGATAAAATTGTAAAACTTAATATGTTTAGTTAGATACCATCCAATCTTCTACTTTATGTTACCTAATTTATATAAATTAGTATTTATAATAAAATTACATTAATTTTATTATATGATTATATTTAGTTTATACTTTACTTTCCATTATAAATTTATAATATTCTATAATCTTATAAATTTACAATCTTATAACTTTATATTCAATATATGTTATAAGATTGTAAAGTTATGAACCGTTAAAGCATTACCATCATAAATTGGGGATTGGGAATATAAAGTTATAGAATTATAAGGATTATAAAGTTACACGATTATAAAGTTATAAGAGATTATAAAGTTATAAGATTGTAAAGTTGTAGAAGATTATAAAGTTGTAGGAGATTGTAAAGTTGTAGAAGATTATAAAGTTGTAGGAGATTATAAAGTTGTAGAAGATTATAAAGTTATAGAAGATTATAAAATATAAAATTATAAAGTTATATAAAATTATAATTTATAAGGTTATAGAATTATAGAATATGATAATTTACAAAGTTATAGAATATTATAATTTATAAAGTTATAGAATTATAGAATATAATAATTTATAAAGTTATAGAATTATAGGATTATAAAGTTGTAGAAGATTATAAAGTTATGGAAGATTATAAAGTTATGGAAGATTATAATTTACAATTTTCTATAAATTTATAGAATATTATAAAGTTATAGAAGATTGTAAATTATAATTTATAAATTTATAAAAAATTGTAAATTATAATCCTATGAAGTTATAGAAGATTGTAAATTATAATTTTATAAAGTTATAGGTATTGTGAATTATGGGTTATATAAGATTATAAATTTATAATCTTATATAACTTTATAATTTTATAATCTTCTATAATTTTATAATCTTGCACAACTTGACCTGTTATCTTTAGATGAAGATGACAAGGTAACAAGGTGAGATTTAACTTTATAATCTTGTATAACTTTATAAATTATAATCTTCCATAACTTTGTAATCTTATATAAAGTTGTAGAAGATTATAATCTTCCATAACTGTATAATCTTCTACAACTTTATAATTCTATAATTCTATAACTTTATAAATTATTATATTCTATAACTTTGTAAATTATCATATTCTATAATTCTATAATTCTATAACTTTATAAATTATTATCTTCTATAACTTTGTAAATTATTATATTCTATGACTTTGTAATTTTATAAGAGATTATAATCTTCTATAACTTTATAGAAGATGGGGACTTAGCACGAGACCAAAGGCCTGGCACTAGTACTTATCATGATATAAGACAAAACATTAGTACTGGAACAAAGGTAATTCTCTAGCACTTGTTATCTTCTATAACTTTATAATTTTATAATCTTTTATGATATGAAAATTTATTACAATTCTAATATATGTATCAATACTATATTTATATATAAAATTTATATCATGAGGTGGTACACATGAATGGTTTTAGTTTGTTGGTGTATACTTGTTTTCTGTGTTATATAATCATTTATGTATACCACCTTATGATATAAATTTTATATATAAATATAGTATTGATACATATATTAGAATTGTAATAAATTTTCATATCATGAAAGATTATAAAATTATAAAGTTATAGAAGATTATAATTTTATAAAGTTGCAGAGTGTAATGGTTTGTAGAAGATAATAATTTATAAAGTTATATAATTTTATAATCTCCTATAACTTTATAAATTATAATCTTCTATAAATTTATAACCCAATCGAAGATGGGGCGAAGCACTTGCCATCTATGGTGGCAAGGCGCTAGCACTTTATAATCTTTCACAACTTTATGATTTGACATAATATGAAATTTTATCAAAATTTGAATATATGTACCAATACTATATTTATATATAAAAATTATTTAATGAGGTGGTACACATAAATGATTATATAACATCAGAAAACAAATATACAACAAAAATTAAAAACATTCATGTGTACCACCTCATAATATAAATTTTATGTATAAATTTTATGTATAAATATAGTATTGATACCTGTATTCAAATTTTGATAAAATTTCATATTATAGAAGATAATAAATTTATAAAGTTATAAATTTATAAAGTTATAGAAGATTATAAAATTATAAAGTTACAGAAAATTACAAAGTTATGAAGTTACAGAAGATTATAAAGTTACAGAAGATTACAAAGTTATGAAGTTATAGAAGATTATAAAGATTATAAATTTACAGAACATCAGAAGATTATAAAGTTATGAAGTTATAGAAGATTATAATTTATAATTTATAAAGTTACAGAAGCTTATAAAATTATAGAAGATTATAAAGTTATGAAGTTATAGAAGATTATAATTTATAATTTATAAAGTTACAGAAGATTATAAAGTTATAGAAGATTATAAAATTATAGAAGATTATAAAGTTATGAAGTTATAGAAGATTATAAATTATAAAGTTACAGAAGATTATAAAGTTATAGAATTATAGAATATAATAATTAATAATGTTATATGAAATAAAAAAATTATTATATTCCATAACTTTATAAATTTATAATCTTCTATAAAGTTATGATCTTCTATAACCTTATAATTTATAATCTTCCATAAAGTTATAATATTGTATAACTTTATAATTTATAATCTTCTATAACTTTATAAATTTATAATCTTCCATAAAGTTATAATATTGTATAACTTTATAAATTTATAATCTTCCATAAAGTTATAAATTTATAATCTTCCATAACTTTATAAATTTATAATCTTCCATAACTTTATAAATTTATAATCTTCCATAACTTTATAAATTTATAATCTTCCATAACTTTATAATTTCTGATAATATAAAATTTTATCACAATTTAAATATATGTATCAATACTATATTTATATATAAAATTTATTTAATGGTTTTAGTTTGTTGGTGTATACTTGTTTTCTGGTGTTATATAATCATTTATGTGTACCACCTCATTAAATAATTTTTATATATAAATATAGTATTGGTACATATATTCAAATGGTAATAAAATTTATATTATCAGAGATTATAAAGTTAAGAAGATTATAATTTTATAAAGTTATAGAATATAATAATTTATGAAGTTATAGAAGATTACAAAGTTATAAAGTTATAGAAGATTATAAATTATAAAGTTATACAATATAATAATTTATAAAGTTATAAAAGATCACAAAGTTATAGAAGATAATAATTCATAAAGTTATAGATTATTATAAAGTTATAGATTATTATAAAGTTATAGAAGATTATAAATTTATAAAGTTATAGATTATTATAAAGTTATAGAAGATTATAAATTCATAAAGTTATAGATTATTATAAATTTATAGGTTATAATAATTTATAGAAGATTATAACTTTATAAATACTAAGTACTATGAAATTTATTATATGAATTATAATTTTTTATCTCCTATAACTTTATAAATTATTATCTTCTATAACTTTATAAAATTATAATCTTCTTAACTTTATTATCTTCTATAACTTTATGAATTTATAATTTTCTATAATCTTCTATAACTTTATGAATTTATAATTTTCTATAATCTTCTATAACTTTATAAATTTATAATCTTCTATAACTTTATAATCTTCTATAACTTTATGAATTTATAATAATCTATAACTTTATAATAATCTATAACTTTATAAATTTATAATCTTCTATAACTTTATAATAATCTATAACTTTATAATAATCTATAACTTTATAATAATCTATAACTTTATAATAATCTATAACTTTATAAATTTATAATCTTCTATAACTTTATAATAATCTATAACTTTATGAATTTATAATAATCTATAACTTTATGAATTTATAATCTTCTATAACTTTATAAATTTATAATCTTCTATAACTTTATAAATTTATAATCTTCTATAAATTTATAATCTTCTATAACTTTATAACCTTATAATCTTCTATAAATTATTATATTCTATAAATTATTATATTCTATAACTTTATAATCTCATTAAATAAATTTTATCATGATTTGAATATATGTATTGATACATATATTCAAATCATGATAAAATTTATTTAATGAGGTGGTATACATCAGAAAACAAATATACAAAAATAAATTAAAACCATTCATGTGTACCATCGCATTAAATAAATTTTATATATAAATATAGTATTGATACATATATTCAAATCATGATAAAATTTATTTAATGAGATTATAAAGTTATAGAAGATTATAATTTATAAAGTTATGGAAGATAATAATTTATAAAGTTATATATTATTATAAAGTTATAAAGTTATGGAAGATAATAATTTATAAAGTTATATATTATTATAAAGTTATATATTATTATAATTTATAAAGTTATGAATTATTGTGAAGTTATAGATTATAATAATTTATAAAGTGCTAAAGCCTCACCCCCATCTTCGATTGAGTTATAGAAGATTATAAAGTTATATTAAATAATCATATATTTAATATATAAATTTATATAGCTTGAGATGTTGATACTATATTTCGAGAAAAGTCCAATGTCAAAATAATGGGATAATGATCCGATGTTATAACTTTCATATTTACTAACTCGTTATTTTCAATTGATAAATTATATTTACTTTGAGGTATACTCCACCTATTTTTATCTGCTGTATTCGAATTCACATCCATATTTAATAATCTTACATTCTTATCATAATATATATTCCTTCCATAAAATCTCATATCATTTCCTAAAAATATATGATCATCTATCAACTCCGATCCCTGTTCATCAAACATATATTTATGCAAATCTGAAGCAAACAACTCTCTAGCACCTTGTAATCCATGTGCATTAAAATCACCAACCAATACCATGTTCCTTAACTCATCCTCCGAAAGCACATTACTAATTCTATTATGTACTTCATTTAGTGGCTGTAATATAGATGGATATTGCATTCTTATATGAACATTTCCAACAAAGAAGTGACGATATTCATATTCGAAGAGATCTAAGACAAAGGGAGAACCAACTCCTGATGAAAAAACATTAGATGATGCCTTTTCATCCTCATATTCCCTGGGATATACTCCCTTAAAATCTTCAGCCCTACCAATATTTTCCACAAGTTGAACTTTGCTATCCATTTTTAATAATGTTGCCACACCAGAATCCACTTCCATCGATCCCGTTCTCCGTATAAGTTGCTCTGATGGCGGATAATTATATTTAAACGGCGAATGTTTATACGATTCACTAACCACATAGTAATCTAATTTATCTGATATATATTCCACTATTGATTTTCCTTCTAAATATTCATATTTTAAATTTGTTATTTCCTGTAGACATACAATATCGGCGTTATATTCCCTAAGTTTAGTTATAATATTATCTATGCGATTTTTATTTATATCATCATAGTAAAATTTATCATTAGATATATTTAATCCATAAGATCCTCTCCAAAAGTATAATAGTAACTCTGGAGCCAGAATATTCCATGATACAATCCTTACATTTTCTGGAATATGTTGTTTGTATCTTCCAGTTATGATATTGTCAGGTGTTCTAACGTTATATGTTGACAATGGCAAACTTCTATTATTTTCCATTTTATTACACAACATATTTTTTACTTATTATATAAATAATATTTTCTAGATACAACACAACATTCATTATCATAAAATTACCCCCCATATAAATATAGATGGTATTTATTATAATGGTTTAAAGATAGAACCATTATGATATTATTTTTTTACTTCACTTATATAACAATGGTAACTTTTGTATGTTACTGGAACTCTAAAATGTATATATTTTATATCTTTATCATCTATATAAATTTTATATTTAATATTTCCTCTTTTAATATTTCTGTATGATAACATAATAGTATAATACTCATCAACCACTGAATAATAATATTCTTCTAGCTTTGAATCATAATTACAACTAGTAACATAAGTTTTATGATATTTTAATCTATCATTACGTATTGCAATAAAATTATAATTTTCTCCATCTTTCCTAAATTTCTCTTTCCATATAAACCAATCATGACCATGTGCAAACATTACCTTATTTTTCCATATCTTATATTGTTTTGTACAATTATAATTTGGCATATAAGATGTTAAATAAACAAATTTAGTATTAAAATATGTCCATTTACAACATCTTCTTATCACTGATAAACTTTTATTGGATTTGCAAAAAGTTGTAATATGAGATATAATCTCCTCAGGTAATATACATAAATCCATTTATCAATCATGATTGATAAAATATAATAAAATAATCAATTTGTATTATAATATTATACAACATCTATTTAAATCTCTGGATTTCTTTGCAAATATTTTAGAATGGACAGACAAATCATTAGTTTTATCTATCAATATCTCTAATTTTTCTCCTCTTTCTAAGATATCATCCACTGTCTTATATAGAATATCCTTTGTCTCCTCTAATTCTTTTCTAATTTTTAACATCTTATCTTGGCCTTCTTCTATCTTCTTATCTACATCATCCCATCTTTTAGCTATATTCTCTAGTTGTCCATCCCAAGTATTTAAATTTTTAACGGCATCAACATTATCTAAAGATGATAATTTTTCATCTGGTATAATAACACCATGTCTCACATCCGCAACCACTTTTGGAGCAACAATATTCAACTTAACACCAATTGTTGATATAACTACATATCCAATATTTCTTTCATCTACATAACAGAAACATAGGCAATCTTTTTCCTTTATATATTGATTTTCATGCTTTTTAGTTCGTTTTGCAATTTCTCGTGAAGTGAATAATAATAATTCTTTGGCGGAGGGACGGGCCCAAAAATACAAATCTGATAAATTATATGCTTGGGATAGTAATATGGCTTCGTGTTCAGAACGTTTGTAGAAAAGTAATATAGATATAATTCTATTAGTCATTTTAAATAAATATAAAATTCTATTTAAGCTAAAATGATGTCGTGTTATATAAATAAGAGTATTTAGAAATGAATATAATTAAAGATATAATATATGAAATTTTTAAGGATGCAAATAGAATAACGAAAATAAATTATAAAAGAACATGCAAGCTCGCATATGAACAAATCTCCAATCTTAATAATGATAATTTACTTTCTATATCTAAGGCATTACAATTAAGTAAATGGAATATAATAGATTCTTTATATGAAGAACATAGATCAACGTGCGATAAATTTGTATCAAATCATAACAAAATGTTACAATTATATTATATGAAATATGAAAGACCTCTACCTTCAGAGGAAATGGAATATGCAATAAATTATCATATAACAAATCCCATTAATATTGTGATAAAAGCTTATAAAGATGGTATGAAAGATTATCTATATAAATATATAAAATCTAAAGATATAGATAAACATCATCTTACATATGATATTGATGGCATATCTGTACAATTATTGGATGAAGGCAAGTGCGATTTTATACTGGAGATATTACCAAAATTGAATAATATACCAGATTCGGTAATTAGCAATCCTTCTATAAATTTACGTAACTTTATATATAAGTGTATACGTAATAGAAGGGAAGATATTTTGTTAATATTATATAAAAATTATTTATTTTCTGTGGAGGGAAGTATTCATATTATATTAAAGAACAAGGATTGGGATTCTTTAGATTATGTGTTTAACAATTATATTGGAGAATTTAAACGTTATAGATATAACATTATAACACAAAAATTAATAGAAAACGTTGATATATATAATATAAAGAAATACATGGAAGTATTACAAAAAATATATGGAAAAATTCTCGAGGAGAATGACTTCCCAATAATAGAGTTATTTAAAAATGATAATATAGAAGTTATAAAATATGTGATTGGATTAATTAATGATAAGGATCTTAACTTGGTTCTTCGTATACATGAGAAATATATTAAGAGACGGGATACTCTTGACCATGATGAATTTGAAATAATAAATAGGATTAATGATATGAATAAGAATGTAAGGTATAAATCTACTAGATATTTATACATATCATGTTTGGAATGTATTGAATATTATATAAGATTATATTTTAAATTAGAAATTATTGATGATGTTGATATGTTAATAGAATGTGTTAGATATAATAACTTAGAATTAATTAAAAATTTAGATTTTGATTATATTAATGATAGATTGATACATGACGAAAGTGTGGATAATTTAATACTATGCGGTGTAAATAGTGAGAATAATGAAATAGCATATTATGTGTGGAGTAAACTAAATGAGGAATGTAAGAAGATATCATCGGATATATGGTATAGTGATATAAATAAGGGATTAAAGATGTTAGATATGGAATATATATTAGAAAAATATAATATAAAAGATCCAATAGAGAGACAGATATACAAATATAGCTTAATTATTTCAGATTGTGATACATATATCGATGAAAAATTAGAATATTGTAATTTATGTATTTCATTGTTACAATAAATATAATTATGTGTTACAGGTTATATCATAATCCGTTTTACATTTTATGTAATAGATTACATAAAATAAAAAGAAGAGGATAAAGATTTAATTATATCATATTTGATAATATCATAGAAAAATTAATAGGTGTTATATAAATAAGATTTAAAATTGATTAAAAATTATAACCATAATGAAGGTATATCATTAAAATAAGCTTAAATATTTTATAACTATTATCTGTTATAAAAATAATTTTATAACTTCTTGTCTTATAAAATATTTTTTACAACTATTATCTCTTATGAAATATTTTTATAACTATTATCTTATTAAAATTATTTTATTAGCTATCTCTTATAAAATATATTCTATAATACAAGAAGTTATAAAAATATTTTACAAGAGATAATTCTACTTAAGCTAAAATGATGTTTTATTATATAAATAATAATATATCAAGAGTATAAGAAATGAATATAATTAAAGATATAATATATGAAATTTTTAAGAACGAAAGTAAATTAACCATAATCAATTATAAAAGAACATGTAAACTCTCCTATCAACAAATATCAAGTCTTTACCACAACGATAATCTACTTTCTCTCTCCAAGGCAATAGAATTGAGCAAATGGCATATCATAGATAAATTATATATTGAAAACATCAATAATTGGTCTAAGGTAAAAATACTTAATGATAAGATGATAGAATTATATGTTTCAAAATATGGAAATACTATACCCTTACCTTCAGGTTATGTGAACTATTATGATATATCATGGCATAAAGCAAATCCTATAGACATTGCCGTAAAGGCTTATGAAGATTGTATGGAAGATTATTTTAATAAATATATAATAGAACCAGAAATCGATACATATTATCTTACATATGATATTGATAAGATATCTATAGATTTGTTGAAGAATGGAAAAGATAATTTTGTAATGGAGATGTTACCTAAATTATTGAATATTTATGATCATATGTCATTCGAACATGTGCAGGTACCTAATTTTGTACATTATTGTATACATAATAAACGATTGGATATGTTGGAGATGATAGGAGAATTTATATTAGATAGAGGATATTATCATAAAATTATGAAGCTAATAATTTATAATAATGATCTACAATCATTAGATTATTTATTACATAAATATGAGAAAAATTTCGAGGCATTTCATTATAATATTATAGTGGAATTGTTAGCGGAAAGTTCAGATGTTAATACAATAAAGAAATACGAAGATATTATCGATGGTAAGGTATATGGAAACCTAAATATTGTAGATGAATTCCCGATACAATATTTATTTAAGAATAAGAATATTGATAGTATAAAATATGTAATCAATAAAATTAATAATGATGATATAAACTTATTCTTTAAAATATATGAAAAATATATTAATGGGATAGACCAATTAGATGAAGATGAATTAGATTTTATGGATTCTATTTATAATACTTACAAGAATGGTAGATATAAATCTTTATATATTCAATACATGTCCTATACGGAATGTATTGATCATTATATAGGATTATATTTTTTCGTGAGGATTATTGATGATATGGAAATGTTGATGGAATGTGACCTATGTGACAATGTACAATTAATTAAAAACTTAGATTTTGATTATATTAATAATAGATTAATAAAAGATGAAAATGGAGATCATTTAATGTCATGTGGTGTAACAAATAAGAATGATGAACTAGCGGAGTATGTATGGAGTAGATTAAATGATAAAACAAGAGAAATGGTTTCAGATATGTGGTATAATCATATAAATAAAAAATTGAAGGCTAAGGCAAGGGAGTATATATTCAAAAAATATAATTTCCAGGATGTCAAACAACGCACAATATATAATTATAGTTTACTTATATTAGATTGGAATACACAAATAGATGAAAAGATTGAATATTGTAATTTATGTATTTCTATGTTATAATCTTCATCTTTGTTCTTCATTATCATAAGACAAGGATATAATTATAATTTAGCATTAGCCTTCAATTTTATAAACAGAAGATAAAATGGTATTACAATTATGTATATTAAATTATATAAATTTAATATCATGTGGTGTCACCCACAAGCAATTATGGAATCCATAATTGCTCAAGATGTTGAAACTTTATATAATTTAATATACATAATTCTAATGCTATTTCTTTTTTATATTTATCTATTATAATAAATTCGATGTTCATAATTTACTTAATTGTTGATCCTTTAACGATCTATCTTATACAATTATAATTGTATTCTCGCTTCGCTCTGCAAGATAGATAAATTATAATTGTATAAGATAAATTATAATTGTATTCTATAAGATATAAATTATAATTGTATTCTCGCTTCGCTCTGCAAGATAGATAAATTATAATTTATGTCTTATAGAATTATAATTGTATTCTCGCTTCGCTCTGCAAGATAGATAAATTATAATTGTATAAAGATAAATTATAATCGCACAAGATATAAATTATAATTCTATAAGACATAAATTATAATTCTATAAGACATAAATTATAATTGTATTCTCGCTTCGCTCTGCAAGATAGATAAATTATAATTGTATAAGATATAAATTATAATTGCATAAGATATAAATTATAATTGTATAAAGATAAATTATAATTTTATAAAATTATAATTGATATCATATGGTAATGTTAAACTCCCTACAAAAGAATTAATAATATGAATTATATACAACATAATAAATTATATAATCATAAAAGATAAATTATACATTATAAAATATCTTCATGAATTTGATATCTCTATCTGTAATAGTTTTTATAGTATCCCCTCTTCTATATACTACTATATGCATAATATTTTCTCTCTTAACAGGGGAATACAACAAAGTTAATAGAAACATAATGTTCAAGCAATTAAAACATTCTATAACCAGCATGCTAAAATTTGCTCCCATCAATCTAATAATTCAGTTATTAATATCAAATGGCCATATAGTTAATCTATATACAAATATTACTGATTATGGATATTTATATTTATTATATCAAGTACCATTGTATATAATACTATCAGATACTATAATGTATTGGACACATAGAATTCTACATATTAAAAGTTTATATTTTCTTCATAATGGACATCATGTATATCATCCTATAACTTCATTTGCGGCAGGAGCCGTCGATGTTACCGACACCCTATTCCATGGATTACCATCAACTATTATACCTTTTTATATACTACCATTCTATGAACCTCTATTTACTTTTATCTTATTATTTATACAAATTTGGTCTATTTATATACATAGTCCCCTAGCTTATTCCATTAATATTCCCTTCATGTCTAATAATAATATACATTACTATCATCATCAAACCTCTAGACATAATTATGGAATATATACTACTATATGGGATAAACTTTGCGGTACTTATTATAATGACAATTAAGAAATTATAGGTTTAATTTTCATATATTTATAAATATTATGTTTTTCTATGGCTTTAGAAATAAAGAAGGGGATAATGACGACGAATAATACAGCTCCAACAATCAATACAAATATTCCTAACATAGGAAGATCATGATATATAACATCACAATGATTATAACTATAACATTTTACCCTACTATTTTGTATATTATTCCAATAATCCGTGCAGTTAACAAGATATGGAACCCCAAACTCCAACGTTACATTGTCCATTTTATCACAATTTTTAATAGAAACTAAAACATCATACACGACGGATACTTCCCCTCCAGAAAATTGATTATAACAGTTACTGTAATTCGCTATATGGCAATTATATTCCTTTAATGTCATAAGGAAGATACCACATCCCATAAAGGTAACGGAGAAAAACAATAATATTAATTTAATATATAAACATTTCATTTTCTTTTTATCTTAATCCTTTTTCTTTTATTTGTTTATAAATTAGATAAAATATTTCCTGTCATATCCCTATTTACAAATTCTTCATGACATTTTCTTAGTTTATCTGGAATAGTCTCCCTAAATCTAAATCATAACCAAATCCTGACCAATCAGACACACATCCGTCATTCATCACAAATAAATGATGTCCAATTATAAAATATATTTCAGCACTACTCTTCATATCCGAACATATTAACATCTTACTCACTTTATATTCAACATTATCTTCTCCAACCATAACAAAAGATGATAATAGGTCTAGGGCGTCCTCAGTTGTTTTGGTGTTAGGTAATGCTCTGGATACGAACACTTCATGTCCACCAAATGAGAACCTAGATTCAACAACTTTTAATAAATTTTTCATATCCTCAGTACTTTTACTAACTCTATTAGGTAGATTAGAGTTAGGTAATATATGATGCATCATAGCAGGGTATGATGTCATTACTTCCACCACATAACCTGATACCTTGATATCTGTGGATGGAGGTAAATATTTCTTAATTTTAGCTAAAAATTCATCGAATGTGGTGCAAAAGAATCGATTTCTATCACTGTCATCAGGATTAAATGTATATGTCGATCTTATAAAGCAAACCATTTTGTATTTTATTTTTATATTTATTATTTCAGTTTCATTTAGGAATAACAATATCATGAAGACAAAATTGAATAGTAATTTCCATTATTTCATTTAAATGAAATCAACATGGAGAATTTAGTTGATGATGTTTTCAACATTATATGTTTTTCCAATATAAATGTATATAGGAATTTAGCCTTAACTAATAAGAAAATAAATGAGAAGACTAAGAGGTTTGGAAGTCCCATTTTAAAATTTTATGATTTCATCAAGTCATCTGATGGAAATATTACAAAATCTTATTATAAGAATAAGAGAACTGGGCAATTAGAATATTTATATGAAGAATGGTATGGGAAGACAAAAATTAAAGAATTTACATTTGTAGATGGAAAAAGACATGGAATTTGTACAGAATGGGACGGTTCTGGTATGTTATATAGTAAAGTTAAATATAGACACGATGTCGCCATTGATGGAACCTATAATAATAAAGATGAGAAGATGTTTTATGTTGTAGTAGGATTAGTGATGTCAATAGTTGTAATTATGAATTTATGTCATTTGTGTAATATTATTAAAAATAAATATAAAAAGACAACTTATATTATAGTAAAATTGTTAAATTTATTTGTATTTAATATGTTTTTATACATTGGCAATAAAATTAAAACCATTATAAATTATATATAATTTAAATTGTTAATCAAATATATATTTGATTAAAATAATGTTAAGTAAGGGAATATATTGTTAATCAAATATATATTTGATTAACAATATTCGTATTGTACACATTTATCCATGATATCTTATATTTTCTTTATTTATTGTAATATGTTATTAATGTCGGATAGGGTTAAATAAATATATTTATTTTTGTTTGTGTTAAACATATGCCTTTGAGTAGGAAATGCATAATGAACACCATTAGTAAGTAATTCTGTAAAATCAGAATTTTCTAATATATATTTTGGACCTCCTGATCCAATAGCATATAATGATGTACAACCTCTTTTATATTCTACATGTCCATAACAAAATTGACCACCCTTAATAAGATCAACAAATACACAAAGAAATTGACCATCATCTTCTAGAATAAGACCCCGTATATTGGACTTAAAATATACATTAATATCGTTTAATAATTTTTTGATAGGATTAGGGTTATATTCTGCAATCTTATTCATGATATCTATTTTTTCTTAATTTACTGATATTAAAATCAATTTTATATATGATAATATAATATAATAAAGGTAAGTTTAATATGTAAAGATTAAATTATATAAAATTGAAAAATAAATATAATAATGAATAAAATAGAGATGGATAATAATAACTTATATATAAATTATTGTAAATATATATTAGAGGATAAGGGGTTCTTTGATATACCAAAAGATGAAAGAAGATTGGTTTTAATAGATGGTAGTAATCTTCTATATTTAATGGCTAATCAAATAGAAAATGGGAAGTTTAAAGTGAATATAACCGATATTGCTCTTATCCTAAATTCATATTTTCGTGATACATTTGGTAACTCTAATTTTATAATAGATATAGTATTAAAACATATGTATTCCTTCCTCCCGGAAACTATTAGTCAAAAACAAAAAGTTGATAATGTAATATATAGTTATGTCAGGAGACCCATAGCAAATGATATACATGAAGGGGACCTGTCTGAAGAAGATTTAGCCATGGAAAGAAGAAATAAATCATATGATGATGCTGTTATCTTCTCCAAATTATACGCTTATTCTAATTTTATACCAAAAGAAAATATTATATTAATATCATGTGATAAATATGCTGATTATAAATCTGTATTTAGATTAGTAAAGAGTGGATATGATATACATGCCGTAGAAGTTTCTCATTATTTTACACATCAGGATGACTATTTACATACACAAAGCTATCTTCATAATTTTGAATATAATGAAGAAAATACTGTACAAGATGACATCGAAGATATTCTAAAACATGTACGTAGGGTTTCATCCATTCCTATTAGAAAATATATATATAATATGCTTGGATTATCAAGGTATGTTCCTAGAGCTTCATGTTCTCCTGATATCCCCAATGTACTTCCAACTCCATAGACCTATCAATTGATTCATATATTTTATTATATCTTATAATAAGATAATGTCATTATTGGATTTGCCTGATGATATTTTAATATATAATATATTATACGAAGATTTAGAAATGTATATGGCATTATATAGATTATGTAAGAAGATGAATATACTTGCAAATAAGTTAGGTAAGGATCATTATGTTAATGAAGAGAATATATATACGTCTGGTTATATGTTAACTCGCATTGAAAATAAGAAAACAAAGATTATGTGTAAAGAAGTTACATCTCATATTTCAATATTTTTAGAAGATAAAATATTTGGAACTATATACGATATGAATGATAATAATATTGATAGTTCTAAAAATAATCAAATAATGTTATTAGAGAAGGATGAAGTGTGGTGTAAATATTATGAAGGAATTACATATCATTATAAAACTTATTACAATAAGAACGGAAATATAAGAAAAGAAATAAGATTAAAGCATGGATACATTAATATTGGTAGGCATATACAATATGATGATGAGGGTAATGTATTAGAGGAGATTAATTATAATAATAATGGAGAACTACATGGTATATGTATATTATTAAGAAGTAGATGGGATGGAGTTAACGTAAGAATACAAATGGAATATGTGAACGGTAAGTTAAATGGCATATATAAAATATATGATTATGATAGTAATGTATTAATATATGAAGGAAATGAATATATTCAATTACTTATTATTATATAGATAATTGATTTGTTATATCTTATCTTATTGTATAATAAGATATGTCCTTATTAGATTTACCAGATGATATTATCATATATCATATTTTTTATGAAAACTTAGATATATATTTATCTTTATATAGATTGTGTAAGGGAATGAATATATTGGCCAATAAATTAGGTAAAGATCATTATGTGGAAGAACATATAGAAAATTCAGTTGATAAAATTATTAGTATATATTTTACCAATAAAAAGACGAAAAATAAAGTAGGAAAGAGAGTTGAAATAATAAATAAAAAATATAAAATTAATAGCGTAACTAATAAATTGGAGAATATATTGATACGTAATAATAGTTATATCGCAAAGCCAGATATTCCATTTCTCTTTTGTAAACAAAATATGGATCCTTGTAATAATGTTAAGGAGGAGATATACAAAACAGTTGATATAAAAATTGTGGAAGAGGAATGGGATAAGGGTCGCTATGGAATGAAATATATTACGCATTATGATAATGTGGGAAGCATAAGAAGAGAACATATAATTAAAGATCGATGCACGAGAATATATAAAGAGTATGATGAATTAGGGAATATATTAGAGAAAATTACATATAATGATAAGGATGAAATCCATGGGAGAAAATATGATACTTATGAATATGACGGAGATAAAATAACATTAGAAGAATATTATAATAATGGATTATTGCATGGTACACATAAAATATTGAATCATAATAAAAATATATTAATTGAAGATAAATTCTATATAAAAGGATTATTAAATGGTAATATTATTGAATTTGATGATATAGAATGGATTTTACTGCATGATAATATGAATTATAATGGAGTAAATTATATGATGGATATAATAGGAGATGAAGAATATTTTAATAACATAATAAAAAAGATAAACTGATTTATATTATATCTTTTCTTATTGTATAATAAGAAATGTCTATATTAGATTTACCAGATGATATTATCTTACATCATCTTCTTCATGAGGACCTGGATGTTTATATATCATTATATAGATTGTGTAAGAGGATGAATTTATTGGCCAATAAATTAGGTAAGGATCATTATGTTTATGAACAGAATATAGAAGGATCGGACTTCAGAAGAATATATACCAATAACAAGAAGACCAATGAGATTTGTAAAATAATCTCAATATTAAAATATGAATCATATTTAGAGGATGGATTACTAGGAACTATATGTAATTTTTTTAATTGCGAAGATGATCATATTCATCATTATAGACATGATTATATAACAATAACCAAAAACATAGAAACATGGTGTAAAAAATCATTTAAGCTCAAATATGATTATATGACTTATTATAATACTGAAAGGGACATAAGAAGAGAAATAAGAATGAAGAATACTTATATTAAAATTGGAAGGCATATACAATATGATAAGGTTGGTAATATAGTAGAAGAGATTAATTATAATAATAATGGAAAGTTACATGGTAGAACTATACTACCAAGAACAAAGTGGAATGATGTTAGTAAAACTATGATTAAAGTTAGAATAGAAGCAGATTATATAAATGGTATATTGAATGGTACATATAAAATATATAATTATGAGAATGATATATTAATAGAGGAAGGAAGTGACGATGCTGAATTGTTTGTTGTAGTGTAGGGAATTGATATTTATATTTTACATTTATATAAATAGCAATGTCTTTATTAAATTTACTAGATGATATTATTATGAACCATATACTATATGGAAATTTAGATATGTATATATCGTTATATAGAGTATGTAAGCGAATGAATACATTAGCAAATAAATTGCGTAAGGATCACTACGTGGAACTAAATAGAATGGAACTGGAAGATGGTTCAATTCATATGCGTTATATTGACAAAAAGACAGAAAAGAAAGTAGGAAAAAGAATTTCAATAGATAGTAGAAAATACGGTGTTAATAGTGTAACTGGTAAATTACAACATATACCACCATATATATTATATGACGATACGAATCGTAATAGTGGTGTGAGGATTATCGATGGTAAAACCTATAGACTAGTAGATATAGAGGTTGTGCGAGAGTTATGGGATAAGGGTATGTTTGGAAAGAACTATATTACGTATTATGACGACAAGGGAAACATAAGAAAACGACATATACTTAACGGTAGACGGGACTTGATGATTGCGGAATATGATGAAGGTAGAAATTTATTAGGAAAAACTACTTATAATGATGAAGGGGAATTACATGGTATGAAATTTGATACTTATGAAGATAATGGGGATAAGATAACAGTGAAACAGCATTATGATAATGGAGTACTACATGGAACCCACATTATATGGAATCATAGTAAAAATATATTAGTTGAAGATAAATTCTATATAAAAGGATCTTTAATATAAAATTTGTATTATTAAATTGATTATATATTATAATGAATATATAATGTAACATAGCATTATTAGATTTGCCTGATGATATCTTTAAATATGGTCTTATTCCATATTTTGATGTCTATGATGTAATACATATACTTAAAAGTTGTAAATATTTATATACTACAATGAATAGAATATACAAAGATGATATAAAAAATAAATTTGTAAAGATGGAATGGGTTATTAAAAATAATAAGTATATGTGTGAATATAATATTAATAATATTACAAATCTTAGAGAAGGAAGATATAGTAAATGTAATCTAAAGTTACTTGAGGAATGTTGCTATAAATATGGTAAAAAGGATGGCAATGAACGTCATTATGATGAAAATGTATTAATTAATAAAATAGTACCTTATAAGAATGGGAAAATACATGGTATACTACATTGTTGGAATAATGGATTACATTATATAGATCCTTATAAGGATGATAAGAAACATGGTCTTTGTCAAATATTTAAGTTATCATGTGATGGTAAAAATATAAAGATTATGGAGGGTAGATATATAGATGGAAAAGCGCATGGTATACATCAACACTGGAATGAAAAAGGGTTACGACAATTATGGTTTGAATGTAGAGATGGAAAAGTTAATGGTAAGTATATAACATATTATAATAATTTGGAATGTGAAGTAAAAAAGAAGGAATATTCTTATGTTAATGATATTAGAGATGGGGAATGTATAAAATATAATATTTTACCTGTATGGAATGATGTACTTGGTATCCAGGAATATAAAGAGGTTAAGAGACAGAGCAACTACTATAGTTATGGTAAGTTAGATAAAAAAATTAAATATGAAGTTCCTAAAAATTCTTACACTTATAAATGATATAATCAATAATTATAAGACAAATTTGACATTGATATAATGTACTTAAAATGGTATAAATTTTATTTCATGAGATACTATACATGAAAATTTTTTATCTAAACTATATAATTTAGATAACTTTGTAATTGTACAACTAGTAATTATAAATTCTTATCTTATATAGTTTAGATAAAAAATTTCCATGTATAGTATCCCATGAAATAAAATTTGTATCATTTTATATACATTATATTAATATCAAATTTGTATTATAATTATTCATTATATCATATTTGAAACTATAAAATAACTTTAATGTATATTATTAATAATTATTATTAGATTGATAAGATAAATAATAATAAATTGATTATATATTATAATTAATTATGACATGATAACATGTCATTATTAGATTTACCTAAAGAAATAATTGTATATGATATTATATCTTCTACACCACAATTAGCAGTTACCTTAAATAAAGTATGTAAATATTTATATCAATTAACCAGAGAAATAGAAGGACACTCCATGCAAACTTATTATGTATATAAATCATGGTCATTAAAGGCAGATAAATATCTTTATAATTATTATATTAATAATATAACTGGTAATAAAGATGGAAAGTATACTAAACAAATTAGAGACAAAGATAATAAATTAATTCTTATAGAAGAAGGATATTATATGAATAATGAGAAACACGGAATTATTAGAACATATTTAAAAAATGGATTACTGCGTAGTATATGTCCTTATAAAAATGGAAAGGAAAATGGAATTTTATATCGATGGGAAAATGATGGAAGTTATTATGTTTTACCATACAAGAATGGTCTAGCACATGGTCGTCATCAAATATCTCGTAATGGTATAATCACCACAGATGCAACATACAAAAATGGTATCTTGCATGGTAAATATATATCTAGAATAGATGATGGTAATATGGAATACTGTATCCAATATCAAAATGGAACATTACATGGTAAATATATTACTTGGTACACAGGTTTTAATACAGAAATAAAAGAAAAAGAATTATATTATAGAGATGGAAAGAAAGATGGACTTTATATTAAATATCATATTTTGACAATATATGACCTGAATAAGGATGGAAGTAGGAATTATGCTAAATATAAATGTGTACCAGTTAAATATAAAGAGTGTATGTATAAAGATGATAAAAAACATGGAGAGTATATAAAATATAGAACACATCCAGATTGCCATACTAAAAAACATAATAAATTAGCGTCTACTATCCCTTATACCTACAATTCAAAGCCCATAATTAAATGGGAAGATAAGATAGAAATTAAATGTAACTATGTCCATGGTAAGAAGCATGGAAAATATATATATTATAATCCTAATGGTAGCATTCAATATACTATGAATTATAAAAATGGATATGGGAATCATAATAATTCATCTATATGTGGGAATATATTATTGGGTATTTTAATATTTCTTCTTATTATTATGGTTATAATAGATATAATATTAATAATTGATTTAATATACGATACGAATTTACTCATAAATTGAAGTCATAATTATATTTATAAATTTAATATAAGATGTTATTAAATTTACCTGAAGATATTATATGTAATCATATAATTCCTTTGAATTTATATATAACAGTAGCTCTACACAAAACTTGTAAATGGTTATATAATATCAGTAATAAGATTAATGGAATAAATATTAAAGAATACTTTCTTCATGAGATAGAAGATATAGTTTGTACATCTTATGTTAATAAGATGTCCTCCAAAAGAGATGGCATTTGCATAATATATTATAATACTTCTCTTTGGCTTACAAATTATAGATATATGATGAAAAAATGTTGGTATATAGATGGACAGAAAAATGGTAATGTGTATATGTATAGAATAGATGGAAGTATTTATAAAACAAAGACATATATAAATGGTCAGAAAAATGGTAATGTATGTTATTATGGAGTACATGGTAATATTGATAGAATAAGGACTTACGTTAATAACAGAAAACATGGAATAGAGAAGATAATTATCTCAAAGAATAGGTATATGACGACCAACTATGAAAATGGATATAAAAGTGGATTATGTCAAGAGTTTAATAATGGTGTAAAAATAAAAGAATGTAAGTATGTTAATGATCAGTTATATGGTAATTATCGAGAATGGGATTTCAATGGATTACGAACTAAACATCTACAATATAAAAATGGAAAAAAACATGGTAGCTGTATCAAATGGGATAGATTTACCCTCTTTGAAGATAACGAAGATAGAAAGGAATATAATATAACAACTATAATTAAAGAATGTACTTACAAAGAAGATAAAAAGGATGGAAAATATATAAGATATCGTGTATATGAAGATAATATTACAATTAAAGTTAGGGAATGTACTTATAAGAAAGGCAAATTACATGGAGAACTTATAACTTATAAAGATAATGTAATATACAGTATTGAAAATTATATTGATGGCATTAGACATGGAAATCAAACATTTTATAAGAAAGATGGAAGGATAAATAAAGTAATTAAGTATAAATATGGAAAAATGAAGAAGGGTACTTGCATTCTTATGTAGACTAATTGAAAATTAAATTATATATATTATATACATATAATGTTATTAAGTTTACCTAAAGATATTATACATCATCATATTATAAATATTAATCTATATATAGCAGTATCTTTAAGTAAAACCTGTAAATATTTATATAACATAACTAAGAATATAAATGGAATAACTATAAAAGATTATTTTCTAATTCCACATGAATATCAATATGTATGTGGCAATGAGAAATTTACATTCGTTGGTTACATAGATAAAAGATTGAATAATATTGGCATAAGACAAAATGAAGGCAAAGTTATAGAATATTTTAGTGATGTTAGAAAAATATATAAAGAATATTGGTATCGAGATGGTAAAAAGCATGGACCTATGAAAGTAGACAACGCCAATTCTTTATATGAATTTAAAGAATATAAATATGGAAAAATGCATGGAATATACCAATGTTTTGATCATAATATTAAAATACATGAAGCTGAATATAAAAAAGGTAACTTGCATGGATTATTGATTAAATATCATTCCAACGGCGTAATGAAATCATATAAAAATTACAAAGATGGTAAATTCCTCTTGTAGAGCGCAAGCGAGTGGGGTATATATAAAATATTGTCCTAATGGTACAAGGAAATCACATGCGGAATATAAGAATGGTAAGATTCATGGTAAATATATTACTTGGTATGATGATGTAGATTATGAAATAATAAAAGAAGAATGTTCATATAAAGAAAATAAAAAGGATGAAAAATATATAAGATATGAGAACATTGAATTTTATGACATTGATAACAAGAAGAGATGTATATCGATTAAGAGAGAGGAAAGTCAATATAATAATGGGAAAAAACATGGTAAAAGTATAATATATGAATCTCCTCATGTATATAGAATTAAGGAGGGAGATATAGTCAAACATCAAGAAGCAATTAATGAATTATTAAATTGGGAGAAAGAGGATTATGTACTTTATTATAATCATGGAGCGATAGTAACCAAATCTACATGTTGTATATTATAATTGATTTTTATATTTATATAATGAATATAAAAATAGATGGAGCATATTAATAGACAATTTACTGTTAATGATAGTAATTATGAAGAAAATTATTATCTTAATATTTTAACAAGAAGGAAGGAGGGACAATATACCTTATATATGAATGGAATCTTACTTATTATACAAGAATATAGGGATGGAGTGCTACATGGAACATTGAGAGAATTTTATCCTTCTGGAATACAAAAACTTGTAGCTCAATATAGAAATGGAAAGAAAGAGGGAAAATATGTAACGTATTATGATAATGGTAGGGAGAATGTTGTATGTAATATATTAGATACTATGTTATATGGAAAATATATAAAATATTATAGAGATGGAAGAAAAAATGTTGTATGTTGGTATAATATTAACAATGGTAAATCTGTGTTGCATGGACCATTTTTTAAATATTATGGGAATGGAAATCCAGAGACAGTTACTGGATATATAGAGAATAAATTGCATGGGGGATATCATAGTTGGTATATGGATGGTAATAAAAGATGCGAAGGAAAATATATAAATGGTGAAATGGTTAACTATAATATTTATTATAAGGATAATGGAAGGAAAGAGGTTGTTAACTCTAAGATTTAATATAAATGATTTTTATTTTAATTATTAAAATAAGAAAATGGAAGATAACAAAGTAGAACATGTATATGAGAAGTATGGAAACATATATAAGGAATGTTATACATTAGATAGTGTAACAAAGATGAGACAAGGAGAATATAAGAAATATGAGAATGATAGAATAATTGTGGAATGCTATTATAGTGATGGAAGACTTGATGAAGAATATCTTGAATATCAATATGTAAGAAATGGAAGTGATGATAAGTATTATAAAGTACCTAAAGTTTTATGTCTTTATGCAGATGGAAAGTTGGAAGGAGAATATACGGAGTATTATCCTAATGGTGTGAAAAAGTTAATTGCACATTATAATGGTGGAGTATTGCAAGGAGATGTTACTAAATATTCGGAAGATAATATTCTGGTAAATTAAAATGCCCTAAGAATTTCAGGATAAGGATATAAAAGATGAGAAGAGTTGAAGAAAAAGTATCTTCATTAGTCAAGGGGGAATCATATGAAAATCATTATTATATTAATGAGGAGGGTAAGAAACATGGAGAATTTTTATCATATTATATTAATAAGGATGGTGTTAAGGACAAATTGAGGATGAGAAGTAATTATTTGGATGGGAAGGTGGAAGGAAGATGTCAAACATATTATAAGAATGGGAAAGAGAAGTGTATATGTTATTATAAGAATGATTTGTTGCATGGATTGTATTTGGCGAGACATGAAAATGGAATGATGGCATTGTGGATTGAATATAGAGATGGGAGACATGATGGAAGATATGATGAATGGGATGATACTGGACATAAGAAGTACGAATGGAGGTATAAGTATGGAAATAGGGATGGTATATGTTTAACATATGAAAAAGGTAGGTTACATGTTGAGGATAATTATGTTGATGGGGTGAATGTTGGATATTATATATGGGATTGTGATGGAACCTTATTATTTTATAAGTAATAGCATATGTACATTATAGTTATACAATTATATAATTGTATGATAGATTATAGAATTATATAGATTATAGATTTTATATAATTGTATGATAGATTATAGAATTATATAGATTATAGAATTATATAGATTATAGATTTTATATAATTGTATGATAAATTATATTCATAATGTCCTATACATGATACGTCAATATTAAAGTTTATGTAAATTCGTCATATAAATTTATATAAATTTATTATAAGTGTTAGTGTTTATAAATTCTATAATTTACATAATATTTTATGTAAATTATAGAATTTAGAAGTATTGAAATCTATATTAAATGTTATCTTCTTATTTTAAGATATTCTTTTAGGGAAGTATAAAATTTTATTTTTCATGACATAGTTTATAAATTATATATAATAAAAAATTTTTTATAACTTATATAATGTTGACTCCCAAGACAAAAATTTTATACTTCCTTATCTCGCTTGCGCTCTGCAAGAGAGAATATCTTAAAATAAGAAGATAACTTTTAATATAGATTTCAATACTTCTAAATTCTATAATTTACATAAAATATTATATAAATTACTCATGAGTAGGATCTCATCTATAATTGTTTATATAATTTTACTATCATATAGTTAATACCATTTTTATTTCCATTATTTGATTTATAACAATAATGAAAGTACGTGAACGATGCATGACAATAATTCAGAAATGTGATATAATAGTATATACTAGAAAGAAAATCGTATTAACTATACAATAGTAAAATTATATAAATTTATATGTATTTATAGTGATGTATCTAATACCATTTTTTCACATTTATATAATAACTATTACATATTATAATTTGTTACCATTCATTATATTTATAAATTAAATAATAGAAATGAAATGGTATTAGGTATATGATAGTAAAAGTATGCAAATATTTATTCATGGGGTCCTATACATAATAGATTTACATAAAAACTATTTGTGGAGAATACCACTTATATAAATTGATTGTTCATTATAAATATACTATAACATAATATAATACATGGAATTATTTAATCTACCCGACGATATTTTATATGAGATATTACTTGCTGATTTTGATTGTTATAGAATATTACACACACTTTGTAAGCGATTATATACAATAAGTAAACGATGCAAAAATGGCACGAGTATTAAAAGACATTTTCTTACCTATATTTATGATAATGATAATACTTATTATATTAATAAGAGGAATGGAAATATAGAAGGATTATATAGTGCACCTCTATCTACATCCTATTATAGAAATGGTAAGTTACATGGAACAAAAAAGGAATATTATGTGAATGGAAGGTTAAGAAAATATGAAAATTATAAGAATGGAGAGAAAAGTGGAATGTGTATAAGTTATCATAACAGTATAGATAAAAGAATATTCTTATTGGAGAACTATAGGGAAGACGGATTGTATACGACAGTTATACAACGTTATAAGGAATATACAAATGTAACGAACATATTTGGATCTAAAAGATTTAAAAAGACATCATATAGAAATCCTAATTTTATACTACATAAAGTTGAATATGAAATATATGATAATGATAAATGTGTGTGGAATACAACGGATAGAATGATTAATCCTAAACATAAAAATATGATATATAGTATATTAATAATTTCTATAATATTATCCTTATATGTTAATTATAAATTTATATTGTAAGTAACTAATCATATGATCTATTATTATAATTTGTGGATTATAATAAAATAAAGATGGAAGAGCAGATTGAGTTACCTGATGATATGATACAATCTATATCATTAAATAATTTAGATCTTATTGATACCTTATGTTATAGTAATAAAGTATGGAAAGATAGATGTAATACTAAGTATTTTAAAGAGCAGTTAGTTAATACACATTTCAAATTCGACGATATGAATTATAAAAGTTATTTATCCAGATTACCATTCTATTCTTTGATTGATATGTTGAATATTGACGAAACATTACCTTCTAGAATATTCGATTTATCTAGAAAAGATAATAACGTTAAGATTTTTATAAACAATAATATATTCAAAAGACATATAGTTAAAAGATATATTAATAATTTTCCATATTTTCCAATAAATAGATATATTAATGATAATAATAAATATGTAGATTATGAATTATATACCTTGGAAGATATAGAAAAAATATTATTAATATTATATCCAGATATAGAACAAATAAACTTCTACGATGAACTGCAAAAATATATTGAACAAAGTTATACTAAAGAACAATTTGGTGTATTTTGGAAAGATCTTTTAACAAAAATGTTATATGATAATAAGAATAAATATAAAGTATTGGATTTTGTGAAAGGACTAAATATATCAGAGAATATTTTCTTGCAAGCAGCATGGAAATCCAATAGTGAAGATATTCTATCTAATTATCCAGATTTTATGAAGGACAAAATGAATTACACTTCATTGCAGAATGACGAAATGATAGTAAATTATTGGTCATATATATTATCAGGAGGAAAAATTGCAAATGGAACTTGGGAATTTCCAGAAGTATTTTTTCATATTTCTTTATTCTGTTCTGATCCAAAACAAGCAATATCTGGAAACATTGATACAATATTATCTTTGGCTGATTTGGATAAAAATAGACATTTATATTATTTTAAAGAAGGATATAATAATACAGATATTATATATAATTCATCAGGAAACGATATATATAATTATTTTATGGGATATTTACGACGAGGTAAAATTAATTTAAAATTACTTCTACATATGGTAGGATATTTTACTGAAGGAACAATACTACTTTCACTATATTGTTTAATATTTTCAAATTATGCATTTAGGGTTATGCTAGAATCATTATATAATTTAAATTCAACTATTTTTATTGATACATTAAAGTATCTATCTGAACGCCAATATTTTACATATCTTGATATAATTAATAAAATAAGAATTCAGGATGAGACACTATCCATTCCACAAAATGTAGTGGAAGACATTGTATATGGAAATGATGCTATGATTGATACGTTTAATGTGTACAAAATTATCAAAATATTACCGTCAACAGATTGTAATACTTTACATAATTATTTAATGAGTCGCATTCCTTCTCCCTAACATATAAAATTTTTATAATTTATATCTAAATTATAAAGATGGAAGAACCGATTGAGTTACCTGATGATATGATACAATCTATATCATTAAATGATTTAGGATTTAGATCTTATTGATACCTTATGTTATAGTAATAAATTATGGAAAGATAAATGTAATACTAAGTATTTTAAGGATACTTTAATCAATGCACATTTTAAATTTGATGATATGGAATATAAAGATTATCTATCCACATTACCCTTACAATCATTAATTAATATGTTAAGGATAGATATAAATTTACCATCTAGGATATTTGGTTTATCTAGAGAAGATAATAATATAGATAAGTTTGTGAAGAATGATAAATTTAAGAAATATATTGTGAAACGATATATTAATGATTTTGAATATTTTCCAAGTGATGGTTATATTTCCTCTGTTAACTTTATAGATTATAAACTATATAATAATGAAGAGATAGAGAAGATATTATTAATATTATATCCAGATTTAGATAGGATACAATTTTATCGTGATTTGGAAACTAACATAAAAGCTATATATGGAGAAGCTGATATGAACGATTTTTGGTATAATATATTATATAGAATTTTAAAAAATACTAATAATGATAAAGACAGAATATTAAAATTTTGTAATGAACTGAATATAATGGATGAAGTATTCTTTAGTGCTGCGTTAAAATCAAATAATGAATACTTTGCACAACACCACCCTCTTATTACCAGAAATAAAGGATATGGAAGTATGTTGTATAATGTTCAATATATTAATTATTGGTATTATGTTCGTAATGATGGTGATATAATTGACGGCACATGGGAGAACCCCAATGTATTTACCCATTTAAGTATATTCTGTCCATCACCAAAACATGTAACACACAAATACATAGATATATTGAGGGAACTGGCTGAGAATTATGTTCATATATATAATTTTATAAGAGGATATAATGATGCGAACAATAAACAGAATATCGAAATTCATGAAGACGTTGGAAACAATTATTATTATGGATATATAATAGGAAGCAATAAATGGGATGACACATTATTAAATAATATAAAAAATATAGACTCATTATATTATCTTATATTAAAACTCACTAATAATTCGAAGGTGTTATCTATATTATATAAGAAGGATACAAATTTATTTATTAATGTGGTTAAGGCATTATCGGAAAATCGTTACATATCATATTTGAGTATTATCACAATGTTAGTGAATCCTAGGACTAATACATTTATGCCGCTAAATCAGGTTAATGATATTATATATAATAATGATGTATTTAGTGCAGATTTTAGGAATAGAGTATATGATGTTGTTAAATTAATGAAAACTCTGGATTATGATAACTTTCATAATTATTTACAGGAACATGTACCAAGTCCCATCCCAGAAGTTTATAATGACTTTTAAATGTCAGCAATGTTAATTTGTCTGATCTTTATATAATTGATTATATAGAGATTAAAATGATATTAATGTTATGATTATAAATTATTAATATTTATATATGACGTATACCAACCCGCGAACAATTTTATTATAAAATTATATTATTTATAAGCATTGAGAACTATATCTAAAATAGTCTTCTCATATCAAGTTATTCTTTTAAGGGTTTATAATTTTGGAGTTTATAGGAATGTATAATATAGTTTATAAAAAATTTTTTTATAATGTATAATTATAAAGTTAGGAATTATAAAAAATTATAAAACCTTAAAAGAATGTCTTAATAGAACAAGAATATTTTATATATAGTTGTTAATACTCATAAATTCAATCTACGCATATCGAAATCTTATGAAAGTTATGATGTATACTATCCCATCGTGTGTAAATAATAACAATCTATAACCATAATACTAATATCGTTTTGATCTTCATATAATTGATTATATGAAAATTGGGCAAATGTTTATAACCATGATATTATATAAACATAATATTATACTAAGTTATATATTATCTATAACATATAAGTTGTAAATTTGTAAAGACTAAAAGTTGAAATTACTTAAAGAGATTAACAATTTATTAAAAGGAGACATTTCCTTCAATTCTCCTAATTATATCTTATAAAATAATTATAGTTAAGGTAAATGTCTTTGACTATATTAGATATTGATGATATTTATAAACAAGGTAAATTAATAGAGTATGGGTTTGACCCTTCTTTGCAATTCTTATCTTCCAAATATAACATTCTTACTATCGTCTATATTGGAAATGATGGTAAAATTATAAGGGAGATTACCCCAGTTATATATGACGGTAAGTCTAATAAAATATATGATATACATGTCTCACCATATACTATGCATTTAGAATCAAGCTTACCTTTACTACAATATCCTTTGCAACCTTATCCTAACTCTGTAATACCATCTACCGACAATGTAAATCGATTAGAAAATCTACCAGATGAAGTCATACAAAATATTGCCATGAAGATGGATATGGAAGGGATACTTTCCATATGTCAAAGTAGTAATAGATTTAATAGTATAATTTGTAATGATAATATATTTTGGAAGCAAAAATATAAGTATGAATATAAAGATTCATTAGATATGAACAATGTTGATTGGAAAAGGTTATATTATGAAAATATCGCAGGAAACTTATACATGGTAAACATTCATAGTAGAGATAATTTAAGAGAGAATGTTGGTTGGTTAGATAATGGTTTATATTGGATTAAAGATATAAAATGTAAAACGATAACATGGAATTATAGAGGATACTTTATTGATAATAATGATAGATTATGGAATATAGATAACAATGGAAATATTGAGCAAGTAAATTTTGATATCAAAGTTAAATTGGTGAGTGATGCTCTTACATATACAATGATATTAGATGTTAATAACAATATATGGAGGTTGGATAGGAATAGTGTTATACCTATGATGCTTGAAGTTCCTCCATTTATTTGTCAAAAGATAGTTTCTGGAGATAATTATAGTTTAATGTTGGATGATCATGGTAATATTTGGAGTTTATACAAGTACGAAGATTTAGCTATTGGGTCACCGATTGGTAATTACAATCGTATCTTTGAGAATGCTATAGATATAAGTATATCGGATTCCATTAATTTAGTTTTAGATAAGGATAATAATGTATGGGTATTTGGAGAAGGACATGGGGTAGAACTTGGATTAGGAATAGATAAATCAAAGACAAGAAATAAATATTTACAATCCTATGAAATGTTCATAAGCGATGCACCAAAACCTACAAGATGGGAAGGAGTAAAAGCTAAGAAGGTAATAGCTGGACATAGAGTGTCGGGAATAATAGATATGGATGATAGATTATTAATTATTGGAGATAATAGAGATGGTTCTATAGGTAATGTAGACCATAATCATATATACACCTTAACATATGTAGGAATGAAGGCAAAAGATGCTGTATTGCAATATAATTATAGTATGATATTAGGATTGGATAATAGCATATGGGTTAGTGGAAATACGGATCAATATAATTATAATATTAAAATATTTAATCAAATATCGAATATTAAGGCGAAAAAAATAGCTGGTTCATTAGAAATTCCTGTAATTATTGGATTATAAAATTGATTATCTTATATTTGTTATTCCCAATTATAGAAGTATAATAACATACAATGTCTCAAGAATCTATTTATAGTAAGGTATTCTCAAATAAGGACGGTGCCAAGAACGAGGCAAATAAGGTGAAACCATTATCGTTGAAGGAAATGAGAGAAAATATTTTAGCCTGTTTAGAAGTTGGTGGGGATTTTAACAAGAACTCCGATACTACATATAAGATTTGTAATTTAATGATTAGATTGGTTAGGGAATGTCTAGGTAATACGCCAAAAGAAATTTATGATAATATTTTACGGAAGGCACAAGATGGGCGGAAGGAAGAATATATTCTGCAAAGTTATGTAGATGACAAAGATGAAGGAGTTATGATTTCGTGGATTAAAAATCATGGAGATTTTATGTTGCCATTAAACTCACTATCTAATGAAACATTAAATTTTGGAAACTGTTCTGTTAATTTAATTAAGATATTTAGGACGATTGAATCATCTAATGCTGCAAGTTTTCCACTTATGTCTGCATTATTAGATCGAAAAGTTGAAAAATTAAGATTTACATTAACTATTAAACCAGATTCCAAATGTAACATTTTATAATTTTCTCATATTAATTATCTTGTTGGATTATATAATTACTTTATAGATTATATAATTATCTTTAATCTTATCATATATAATTACTTTATAGATTATATAATTATCTTTAATCTTATCATATATAATTGTCTTTAATCTTATCATATATAATTATCTTTATAGATTATATAATTATCTTAGTTATATAATTATGTTTATAGATTATATAATTATCTTTATACATTATATAATTATGTTTATAGATTATATAATTATCTTTATAGATTATATAATTATCTTTATAGATTATATAATTATCTTTATAAATTATATAATTATCTTTATAGATTATATAATTATCTTTATAGATTATATAATTATCTTTATACATTATATTATCTTAGTTATATAATTATTTTATACATTATATAATTAACTTTATAGATTATATAATTATCTTTATACATTATATAATTATCTTTATAGATTATATAATTATCTTTATAGATTATATAATTATCTTTATACATTATATAATTAACTTTATAAATTATATTATTATCTTAGTTATATAATTTATAAAGTTAATTATATAATTATTTTATATATTGTATTATTATCTTAGTTATATAATTTATAAAGTTAATTATATAATTATTTTATATATTGTATTATTATCTTAGTTATATATGTCTTATACATTATATTATAACGTTACATCATAACACAGTTTATAAAATCACCTCCCGACATTATTATAATAAAATAATAATATGCATATAAAATGGAAAATGAAGTGCAACTACCTAACGATATTATTGAATTAATATCAATTGATGACTTGAATGTTGTTACTGATGTATGCTTGGGTAATACTTCTTGGAAAAACAGATGTAATACCCCATATTTTAAGAATCAATTGATAAATAAATATTTTACATTTCAAGATGACGAATATAAAAAATATTTATCCACCTTGAATATACTATCCTTGATTAAGATATTAAAACTTAATAACAATTATCCTTCTAGAATATTCGATTTATCAAAAATAGATGATAATATTAATAAGTTTATAAATAATAATATATTTAAAAAATATATAGTGGGTAGATATATTGATAATTTTGGTTATGATAAATATATGAACATGGGAAATTATATACAATATAATCTCTATACGTTGGAAGAAATACAAAAGATGTTATTAATATTATATCCGGATATAAATAAAGCGCAGTTTTATGATAACCTTCAATATAATATTAAGACAATTTATAATAATAACATAAATGCAATGAATAAATTTTGGTATAATTATTTATATAGAATATTTTTAACTACGGAGAATAAGGATAAACTAATAAAATTTGTTAATGAAATAGATATAGACAATAATATTTTATTAGACTCATCATTATATTCTAACAAATTTTTTGTGGAGTCCCATCCACTTATTATGAGAAAAAAATCTTATGAGTCATTCTATAATACATGGGATATGTTAACAAATTATTGGGAGTATATTTTACATGGAGGAAAGATTGTTGAGGGTACATTGGAATTCGAGCAAGTTTTTTATCATATTCCATTACACTCATCTAATCCAAGCAATATAATTAATATGTTTATCGGTGATATACTCTCTATGGCTGATAAAGATAAAACCCGACATCTATATTTTTTTAATAAAGGATATAAATCAGAAGGTATAGATGTGACTAACCAATTTGATGTATATAACTGGGGTATTGGATATTTAAATGGAAAGACAGTATATAGAGAGGACATTAAAAACATATTAACATCATTACATGAAAATTTAGATCTTTTACGGGCTTCGTATAATATGATATTAATCTCTTATAGATCCAGACACATATTAGCATTATTATACACGCATAACCCAAATCTTTTTGTTTCTGTTTTGAAATCATTACCTGCGTTAATGTATCCAGTTTATACGGACATCATACCAAAATTAAAAATTCAAGATGAAGTTTTATCTATTCCAACAAATATAGTTGATGATATAATATATAATAATGTTTTATTATCCAATGAAAGATATAATGTATATAAAATATCCAGAATATTAAAGACCACAAATTATAGTACGTTACATTCCTATTTACATCAATATATACCATTAATTAACTAACAAATAATTATATAATCTATAAGGACAACAAGACCCCAAACATTAAAATAATTATATAATTCATATCATGGTCAATCTCCCACACAATGTACTTCATCATCTTAATCTATTATATTGGAAATTAAACAATAGTCTTGTCTTCTATGTAACCCTTACTAACCAAAAATTTTATAGCATCATTTAATTTATTCTTTACCAACGCAGATACTACCACATTTAACTCTACATCCAGTTTAGCTATCTTTTCTATATATTGTTCACTAATTATATATAGAGTTACATCCTTCCTCATAGTCAACTTCAAATCAGAAACCGAAGGACTATATGTAGTATTAACTGATTTTATAAAGGAATTAAAGCCTTCCTCACCTTGAACACTATCCACTATTTTATATGATAACAATGATCTATGAATTGTATCCATATTTTTAAGATATTTTATCTTATTCATTAAGTCTTATCTTTATTAATTTACATTATTCTTTTATAATAAAACAATAATTATGTTTAATAAAATACCGAGTGCACCATGTTACTCTTATTAACAATTTTATTCTTTATATCATGTACCCTATATAGCACATATAAATATCGTTCTAATGTAAGAGGAATTTCTGGACCATTATTTCCCATACCATTATTAGGACAAGTTATAAGTATAATTAAAGATTCATATAATTTTTGGGTTAAACAAAGTGAATATGGAGATATATCTAAGAATATGATAGGAAATACCTTAATGGTTTTTTTATCAAAAGCAGAATATGTTAGTCAAATATTGAAACAAAACAACGGAGATAAATTAAGAATTGTCATTGGATTAAATGATTCTGTGTTTTCAGATAAGAATATATCATGTTTACATGGGGAAGAACATTCCGCACTTCGCAAATCCCTTCTTGTACTTTTTACCAAACAACGATTAGGAAATTACATAAAGACCCAAGAAAAGCTTATCAATGAAACTTTTGAGCAATGGGTAAACTTATACGGAGGTAAACAAGTTGAATTCAGATCTTTAGCAAGAGACCTTAATATATCCGTTTCTCTTAAAGTCTTATTAGGTTCATATATTAAAGATACTGATATTAAAGAATTAAGTGAATTATTCTTTATAGTTAATTCTGGATTAACATGTTTACCTATAAATTTACCTGGAACAACTTTATACAAGGCGATAAGAGCAAGAGAGAAGTTAACTCAAAAATTAAATGATATTGTGGAAAATGCCTATGGTAAATTTTATGAATATGAAGATAACACTAGTATAACTCATCAATTATTACAAAATGTTATACATAACTTACGACGAGAAGAAGAAAAGATAATGAATAATAAAATATTGGAAAACACAAATGATGATTTAAGTACAAATGATTCCGAGATATCCATATTACCAAAATTACCAAAAGAGGGACCATGGTCAATCCATAATGTCAGTAATGCCGTTATGAATCTTCTATTTGCTAGTCAAGATGCATCTACCTCATCATTAGTTTGGGCCGTGGTTTTATTAAATGAGTATCCTGAAGTATTAGAAAAGATTAAAGAAGAGCAAAGAAACATAAGACCTAATAATGAAGAGATAACTCATGAATTATTGGATAAGATGATATATACAGGACAGGTTGTTAAGGAAATTTTAAGATATAGACCACCTGCTATTATGGTGCCACATAAAGCAAAAGATAATATAGAAATTGGAGGAATTGTAGTTCCAAAAGATAGTATTATAATGCCGTCTATATTTTCAGCAACGGAGCAAGGGTTTAGTAATGGAAAAGTTTTTAATCCTGATAGGTTCAATGAGGAAAATTTGGAACATGTTAAATATGCTAGTAATTATTTAGTATTTGGAGCTGGACCGCATAGTTGTATTGGAAAAGAATATGCTGTAAATCAATTAAAGATTTTTGTTGCATTATTGGGATCTCGAATTAACATAAAGAGAATTATGACAGATAAGTCTGATCATACAATATTAGGTCCAACAAGTTTTCCATCAGATGGATGTCAAGTTATCATCTCTTAATATACACATTATAGATTATATAATAACTTATAGATTATATAATTGTCTTATAGATTATATAATAATAGATTACATAATTTTCTTGTAGATTATATAATAACTTATAGATTACATAATTTTCTTGTAGATTATATAATAACTTATAGATTATATAATTGTCTTGCAGATTATATAATAACTTATAGATTACATAATTTTCTTGTAGATTATATAATAACTTATGGATTATATAATAATAGATTATATAATTGTCTTGTAGATTATAGATTATGGATTATATAATAATAGATTATATAATTGTCTTGTAGATTATAGATTATGGATTATATAATAATAGATTACATAATTGTCTTGTAGATTATATTATAGATTATAGATAATAGATTATATAATAACTTATAGATTATAATAACTTATAAATTATATAACAACTTATAAATTATATAATAGATTAAATATTAGATGTACGGTGAATTTATTTATGTGCTCTCTTTTCACTAGTGCAATATTCCCATTCATATTCATCACAATCAGACTCATATTCCACTATATCATCATCTTCTACAAAACTATCATCTTCCTCACTATCAGAAATCTTCTCATTACTATATCCATAATGTAATGGATTAATATCTATTCCATTATTATTCATATTATAATAATCATCATACATTCCTTTGGCAGTCGAGAATCTATCTAAATCTTCTAACGTATATAATACTTCCCACTTAGGAATTGTATTATATGGTCTAACATTTAATCCTCGTTTTAAAGATATGGCAGTATGTGCATGACATACTTCCTTACCTAAGGAATTAACTCCAAAAATTCCAGTATTTCTACATTTCTTATTAGAAAAGGTTAACATTTCGCACATTCTATCCATTTTGTATTCTCTCATCCTAAGACTATTTAGTATTTTATAAATCATTTTTGTGTAGTACCCATATTATATCATATAATATAAAATTGATATTTATAAATTAAATATAATATTAGGGAGTAGATTACGAAAATGAATATTGTTGACTTACCTATCGAATTATTAACGGATATTTTGGTTATTGGATGTAAAACGTATAAATTTTTGTAAGATTTCACATAAATAATTTTTATAACTATCTTATAAAATTATTTTTTATAACTATTATCTTATAAAATTATTTTTAATAACTATCTCTTCTAAAATAATTTTATAACTATTATCTCTTATAAAATTATTTTATAACTATTATCTCTTATAAAATTATTTTATAACTATTATCTCTTATAAAATAATTTTTACAACTATCTCTTATAAAATAATTTTTACAACTATCTCTTCTAAAACAATTTTATAACTATCTCTTCTAAAATAATTTTATAACTATCTCTTCTAAAATTATTTTATAACTATTATCTCTTATAAAATTATTTATAACTATTATCTCTTATAAAATTATTTATAACTATTATCTCTTATAAAATTATTTATAACTATTATCTCTTATAAAATTATTTATAACTATTATCTCTTATAAAATAATTTTTACAACTATCTCTTATAAAATTATTTTATAACTATTATCTCTTATAAAATAATTTTTACAACTATCTCTTCTAAAATAATTTTATAACTATCTCTTCTAAAATAATTTTATAACTATCTCTTCTAAAATATTTTTTATAACTATCTCTTCTAAAATAATTTTTATAACTTCATCTTCCATAAAATAATTTTTATAACTTCATCTTCCATAAAATAATTTTTATAACTTCATCTTCCATAAAATAATTTTTATAACTTCATCTTCCATAAAATAATTTTTATAAGTTTATGTTATCTAAATGTATAATTATGGAATATAATTATATTCCATATAGGGTAGTTATTATTTATAATTTTTAATTGATGAGTACCACCTCACGAATATACTCAAGACAAAAGTTATATAAACTAATAAATTTAAATAATGGACTAACTATATTAAATCTTATCTTCTATTATACGATGGAAGATAAAATTATAAAGGGTTTGGTGATTATATGTAATTATTATTGTATTACATAATTATACATTTAGATAACATAAACTTATAAAAATTATTTTGGATGACATGAAGTTATAAAATAATTTTATAATGTATAATTACAAGATAAAAATGATATACATAGTCTGATATTAATTATTTATAATTTTATATTCATGGATACCTATACACGAAAGTTTTGACAATAGTAGTTAAAATAATTTATTTATAAATAAAGGGTTTATATGTTATTATAATTTCCAATTTTACCATCTTATATAATAATTGTTTGAGATTTTTCATGTATAGGTATCCATGAATATAAAATTATAAATAATTAATATCAGACTATGTATATCATTTTTATCTTGTAATTATACATTATAAAATATTTTGTAACATCATATCATCAAAATAATTTTTATAACTATGTCATTCAAAATAATTTTTATAACTATCCCTTCTAAAATAATTTTATAACTTCATCTTCCATAAAATTATTTTACGATGACCTGAAATTATAAAATTATTTTTATAACTATCTCTTATAAAATTATTTTTATAACTTCATCTTCCATAAAATTATTTTACGATGACCTGAAATTATAAAATTATTTTTATAACTTCATCTTCCATAAAATTATTTTTATAACTATCTCTTATAAAATTATTTTATAACTATCTCTTATAAAATTATTTTATAACTATCCCTTCCAAAATTATTTTTATAACTATCCCTTTTAAAATTATTTATAACTATTATCTCTTATAAAAATATTTTATAACTATCCCTTTTAAAATTATTTATAACTATTATCTCTTATAAAAATATTTTATAACTATCCCTTTTAAAATTATTTATAACTATTATCTCTTATAAAAATATTTTATAACTATCCCTTTTAAAATTATTTATAACTATTATCTCTTATAAAAATATTTTATAACTATCTCTTATAAAATATTTTAATAACTTCATCTTCCATAAAATTATTTTACGATGACCTGAAATTATAAAATTATTTTATAACTTATTATCTTATAATTTATAATTACAAGACAAAAACAATATAGATACTATCATATTAATTATGCATAATTTTATATTCATGGATACTCACCCATACATGAAAAATTTGAAACAATTATTATATAAGATGGTAAAATTGGTATGTATAATACATATGTAAAATCTTTCTAATAAATAAATTATTTTAACTACCATTGACAAAACTTTCCTGTACAGGTACTCATCAATCAAAAGTTGTGTATAATTAATATGATAGTATCTATATCATTTTATCTTATAATTATACATTTAGAAGAAATAGTTATACAAATATTTTTAGAAGAGATTAAGTTATAAAATATTTTTAGATTAGATAGTTATAAAATATTTTTAGAAGAGATTAAGTTATAAAATATTTTTAGATTAGATAGTTATAAAATATTTTTAGATTAGATAGTTATAAAATATTTTTAGAAGAGATTAAGTTATAAAATATTTTTAGATTAGATAGTTATAAAATATTTTTAGATTAGATAGTTATAAAATATTTTTAGATTAGATAGTTATAAAATATTTTTAGAAGAGATTAAGTTATAAAATATTTTTAGATGAGATTAAGTTATAAAATATTTTTAGATTAGATAGTTATAAAATATTTTAAGATTAGATAGTTATAAAATATTTTAATAAGAGATAATAGTTATAAAATTATTTTATAAAGACAAAGTTATAAAATTATTTTATAAAGACAAAGTTATAAAAATATATAATTGTAATAAAAAATGGTATTGATACTATTGTAATATTTATGTATAATTTTTAATCGTTGGGTACCTACACACGAATAAGGTTGCTATGATATTTATATAAACTAATAAATTTATAGAACGAGATAACTATATTAAATTTTATCTTCTATTGTGTAGTTGCGATGACAAAAATTTATGAAGACTGGGCACTCATCAATTAAAATTTATACATAAATATTACAATAGTATCAATACCATTTTTCTTAGAATTATATAATTTTATAACTTTTTCTTTATAAATTATTATATAACTTAATATCTTTTCGGAATAATTTATAACTTTATGTCTGTAAATTATTTTACCGTTACTTTCTCATAAAATAATTTTATAACTATCTCTTATTATATATAATATAAGAAAAATTGTACAATAAAATCTCCATATACAGGGTTCAATGAAAATAAAATTATATATAACTACTATTATATTATGAATGAAAATTTAGCTTATAGTCAATATTATAACACAAAATGGAAGTTACAAAATATTTTATGGAAGATCATAAGTTATAAAATAATTTTATAACTTTGTCTTTATAAAATAATTTTATAACTTTGTCTTTATAAAATAATTTTATAACTTTGTCTTTATAAAATAATTTTATAACTTTGTCTTTATAAAATAATTTTATAACTTTGTCTTTATAAAATAATTTTATAACTTTGTCTTTATAAAATAATTTTATAACTTTGTCTTTATAAAATAATTTTATAACTTTGTCTTTATAAAATAATTTTATAATAAAATAATTTTATAACTTTGTCTTTATAAAATAATTTTATAACTTTGTCTTTATAAAATAATTTTATAACTTTGTCTTTATAAAATAATTTTATAACTTTGTCTTTATAAAATAATTTTATAACTTTGTCTTTATAAAATAATTTTATAACTTTGTCTTTATAAAATAATTTTATAACTTTGTCTTTATAAAATAATTTTATAACTTTGTCTTTATAAAATAATTTTATAACTATCCCTTCTAAAATTATTTTTATAACTATCTCTTATAAAATTATTTTATAACTACCTATCCTAAAATATTTTATAACTATCATTCAAAACTTTTGTGTGTACTATTTCATAAGATAAAAATTATAGATAATTACAATATTATTATCTATATCATTTTATTTATATAAATTATCTCGTAAGTGTAATTTGTTAACGTATAAAATCATATTTAATAATTAGTATAACATATTTAATACATTTATTTTAAATTATATATCACAATATAAAGTTACAAAAATATTTTTAAGAAGACAAAGTTATAAAATATTTTGTAATCTCATCTTCTAAAAATATTTTTATAATCTCACCTTTTTAAAAATATTTTAAGTGGAAATAAAATTATACATAACTACTACAATATTATCTATGTTATTTTAATGGAACAATTAGTGAAATATTGTATTGATGATGTTAGAATTATACAATTCTAAGACAAAATGATATTGATAATATGGTAGCAATTACGTATAATTGTTAATCGATGAGTACCAACACACATATAATTTTGAGATACTGGTTATACGAATTGCTACCATATTATCAATATCATTTTGTCTTAGAATTGTATAATTCTAACATCTTCTAAAAATAATTTTGTAACTATCTCTTATAAAATATTTTTATAACTTTGTCTTCATAAAATATTTTATAACTTATTATCTTATAAAAGTATTTTATAACTATCTATTCTAAAAATTATTTTATATATTATATCTTCTAAAATAATTATGTGGTAGCACCCATAATAATAAACTTATCTATAAATACCACCATATTATCTATGTCATTTTATCTTATAAATAAAAATATTTTAAATGATAATGTTGAGACTATATAATTCTAAAACAAAATGGTATTAATAATATGGTATAAATTACGTATAATTGTTACTCTATGAGTACACACATACATGAATAATTTTGATGTAATAGTTATATAAACTAATAAGTTTATATAATGGTATAACTATATTAAATTTTATATTCTAATTATATAATCATGAAGACAAAATTTTATAAAGATACTTATGTGTTGGTACTCATCGATTAACAATTATACGTAACTTATACGGTATTATCAATACCATTTTATCTTAGAATTATATAATTTATAAATATCTCTTGTAAAATCATATTATAACTTATTATCTTATAAATATTTTATATAAAATATTTATATAACTATCTCTTGTAAAAATAATTTTGTGACTTATTATCTTCTAAAAAATATTTTTATAACTATCTCATCTTCTAAAAAATATTTTTATAACTATCTCATCTAGAATTATTTTATAACTTATTATCATATAAAAATTTTATGCAGTGGTACTACCCATGGGAATAAAATTAAGTATAACTACTACCATAGTATCAATACCATTTTGTCTTACAATTATATATTTTATAGATATCCCATAATATTAAAATTATTTCATAACTGTCATATGGTAATGTACACATACAAAATGATATTTAATAATTAGTATAATATATATATTACATTTATTTTATAGTTGTGTGTTATAATATAAAGTTATAAAAATAGTTTTAGAAGAGATGAGATTATAAAATATTTTTAGAAGATGGGGTTATGTAACTTCATAATAAATTTCTACCATATCAAATTTTATAAATAATAAATATGAAGATAAAAATAGTATAGATAATATGTATTAATTTATATATAAATTTCATATCATGGGATGGTATACATGGGAAGAATTTGATAAATTTATGATTAATTAATATGTTTTGTATGCATAAATCTTATACTAAAATTATTATAATAATATGTCTATGTTGGATACTTTTTATATGTATACCATCACATGATATGAAATTTATATATAAATTAATACATATTATCTATACCCTTTTTATCTTCATATTTATAAAGTTTTTGTGGTTTGTGTTTTTAGAAACGATGAGATTATAAAATAATTTTATAACTTATTATTTATCTTATATAAAATATTTTATAACTTATTATCTTATATAAAATATTTTATAACTTATTATCTTCTATAAAATAATTTTATAACTTATTATTTATCTTATATAAAATATTTTATAACTTATTATTTATCTTATATAAAATATTTTATAACTTATTATTTATCTTATATAAAATATTTTATAACTTATTATTTATCTTATATAAAATATTTTATAACTTATTATCTTATATAAAATATTTTATAACTTATTATTTATCTTATATAAAATAGTTATAAAACTATCTCTTATTAAAATATTTTATAACTATCTCTTATTAAAATATTATTTTATAGCTTGGTCTTTGCAAAACACTTTTGTAACTTATTATTCTATAAAATATTTTTATAACTTATTATATTATAAAAATTACTTTGTTTTCATTTATGGGATATAGTATAGATAAAATCATTAATATACAAATTAATATTTATAACTTTAATATCATTAATATCTAACATTTACATTTGTAATCAACATATAAAGATAATTTACAATACTTTATACTATGACATGTTATATAATATAATATAAATATAATTATATAGTCATGATATAATTATCTTGTAAAGATAAAATAGTTAATAATGGAAAGAAATTTATTAAGTGTAATACCTCAAAGTACCAATTTTCTACGAACAAACATTATCCATTCTAAGTGCATAATCCCCAAAGTTTATGTCGATGATAATCTTCAACTACGAGAATCCTATCCACAATCCATTCTTGACATAATAAAAATAGTATCGCTATCAGGTGAAATATTACCAGTCGGTAGCGCAACATATCAAGCTTATCAATATCCTTCCGATGTAGACCTATTTGAACCATATGTATTAGAAGGAGAGTTAAATGAAGTTCGTCTACAACTTGTCTCTATGTTCCAAGATATCGCCTGTAAAGTAATTTATCCATTATTCTGGAGCGATTTTAAAGCGGGAAGTGATGATCGCTTTAGTTTCTACCTAGGTCGCGTTCAAGATGGAGAGCTTGTAGATTATAATAAAGATATAATTAATAATGAAATAGTTAACCTATTATGCCAAAATTTGATTTCCGAGGAAGAATATAATAATATGGTAATATTAAATGAGAAAATACATATTGGATATAAGGCAGAAGATTTTTATCAATTACGAGATATATTAAGAGATTTAACAACAGTAAGATGGAATCGAGATGATGTCTTAAATGGCTTTAAAATATTAAGAGGAAATAAGAAATATTATTTATATGATGCGTTAATATCTAAAAGTATAGTAAAATTAGATATATATGCACCTATAGAATATATAAATACCTGTTCTAAGACTAACATACGATATACGGAAGTAACAAATTGGTTTTTATTAGAACAAGTAATAAATGGACAGACAAATAGTCTAAGTGCAGAATTACAAAATTATGACAATTCCCTCAGATCCGACGTTCGTGAATTTATCTATGATAATCCATTAAAAGCATCTAAAAGATTATGGTCATTAGCGGCATACAAAAAGAAATCTCAAACCGGAGAATTAAGAAATGTGGATATAATATTGGATAAATTAACACCCTTAGCTGCCTCATATATCGCATTACTTAATTCTAGTATGGCAGATATAGAAACAATAATTAATATTATAGAAGGATATAATGGAATGTATACAGATAATGATATATTAGGAAGTTTAGATGCAATTATGGAAAGATTATTATGTTATGATGGAAATGATAAAGATGTTATCTTTAATAATAAATTATATAATAAATTGGTAAATGTAAGGAATAATTTTAGTATTCCAGAGTTGGAAGAAATAATTAATATGATAAGTGGAGAATTAAGATTAAAAATAAGACAATATTTTATTTGTCAGAATATAGATTTATACAAGATGTTAAATTCTATATAATTGATTTTATAATTTTATAATTATAAAAATAGTTTTATAATATGGATATGCAAAATTTGACAATTCAAAGATTGGAAGAACTACCCAACGATATCATATTTCATTATTTGTTAGATGAAAATATATATACGCATGGAACTTTGGCTTGTGTTTGTAAACGTTTTAATTCATTATCCAAACGAATAAGTAATCCGGTAGATCACTTTTTACAACCTATGACTGAGAATGTAGTTAATGTATATGACCAAGATTATTATATAAATAAGAAAACAGGAAAATGGGAAGGAAAATGTGTAGCGGTATATGTTAACTCTGGTAATAAGGGAGTTTGTAAATATAAAGATGGAGAAAGAAATGGTATATATACTCTCGTCGATAAAAATGGTAAAACTCTTATAAAAGGAAAATATATTAATGGAAAGAAAGAAGGTAAATTTATAGAACACAAAGATCCATATTTTATTCCAAATGAAGGAGCACATTTAAAATTTGATGTTATAAGGTATAAAAATGGAATTGCTAATGGAAAATGTTATTGTTATAAATATGATGAATATGGAGACAAGATTATCACAGATGTATATAGAAAACTAGATGGTAAATTAGAGGGAAAATATAGAAAATATTATGATAATGGAAACAAGAAAGAAATTATTAAATATAGTAATAATAAAATCAATGGTAAGAAACGTACATATCATCATAATGGTATAAGAAGGAGCACTACTATATATTATTATGATAAAAAACATGGTAAATATGTAAAATATGGAAAGAAAGGGAATATTGTAAAAGAAGGACGATACTTTGATGGAAATAAAGATGGAAGATGGATTACCTACCATACAAACGCAAATGGAATTAAATCAATATACAAATATAAAAATGGTATTAAACATGGAATATATACTACATACTATCCTTCTCTGGTGGAAGGTAATGGAAATTTGAGACGTAAAGGTAAATATAAAAATGGTATTAAACATGGGAAGGACATTAAGTTTTATAATATTACAAAAGAAGGTAAGCCCATGAAGAAAGAGGTTAGAAATCGACAAGAATATACATTTAGCTATATAAAATACGATATTAATGGAAACGAAATAGAAAAACGAGAATATAATATGTAATTATAAGATATTATTGTTATTAACGGAAGTAAATTTTTGTATAATAGTTAATAATTGGTGGATATCGTCGAGATGAGTATTTGGAGTTTGTAAGTTATAAATAATATTATCTATAATACATAGAAACTTAAAATTATGGGGACCACGTTTGACACTAATATGAATTCTTCCCTCGCTATCTTCTCCTTCTAATTCACTCTTTAAAACAACATTATACAGTGGAATAGTATGTTGACAATTTTGAAGTATGTAATTATTCCAAGCTGGAATGCTAGTGTCTACAAAAGATGGCATACTACAAACAATGGCGGCATCAAATTGTAAACTTTCAAAAAAATCAGGAGATATATTCATATTAGAAGAAATCTCCCATAGTCTTATCTTGTAGTTACTATATATAATATTTGTATAAGTGGGGGTAACTGTAGGTATATATCTACCTAATGATTTTATCTTCTCATAATTACTTTCTAAACTTAAAGCATTAATTAGGGATGTTTTTCCACATCCTTTATCTCCAACAACTAATATATTATATTCTTCCATTACTTTATCCTACTTTCATCTTTCTGTCTTTTCTTATTAATTAATTCAATTAATTAATAAGGCTTTTATATTAAGTATTTTTGATATTATTAGTAATGTCATAAATTGTAATATATAAGACAGATTATAATTATATCTATTTTCTTCTTCATTACAATCTCTTATAGTAATGTCATATAATTTTACTCTATGATCATATTCTATAACCTTCTTCGTTGTTATGTTAACTCAATAGAATGATATAATGACTAAATATGATATAAAATGATACTAATACCAATACTCTATTTAGTTATAATATTTATTTGATGGGATAGTGTACATGAAATATTTTGTGTGTATCTCATATAATTTATACGTTTATAAGATATTAACATCTATATTAGAAATTATCTTCTCTTATCAAGTTATTCCTTTAAGAGATTATAAAAATTTGTTGTTGGAGAATTATATAATATATAGTTATAAAAAATTTTTATTATATATAATTGTTATATTGGGGTTCATAAAAATTTTATAATCGCTTAAAGGAATAACTTGATAAAAGAAGATAGTTTCTAATATAGATTTTAATACCTCGTAAATGTATAAATTATATGAGATACATACGAAATCTTTCATGTATAGGTATATATGGAATCAATATTATATATAAATGGAGTATTACTATTAATATCATTATATTTTATTATTAAGATATAACTATAGAATAGAATAAATGTATAATATTATACATTTATAATAACAACATTACAAAATTGTAAGATAGTTTAATATTGATGCAAATTCATTTGGTATAGCTCTTTGAACATTAACATGAAAAATATTATTATCTGTAACACCAACCATACTACTTCGTAATTGTACCTCATAAGTTGGAACATTAGATAATTTCCATCCTTCCAATACCTCTTCCCAATAAACCAAAGAATATTCTCTATATCGTTCTTTAGTTCCTATTAACACATAATCCACTTTAATCTTCTTTATTTCAGCAGAAAAGTTATCCTTCCCTAACATATTAGATGATATTTCCCATACATTAAAGACCTTATTTTTATATTTTATCGGAATGCAAACAAGATGGTTAGTCTCTGCATAATCCAAATTTAGTTTATATGGTATACCTAATACATCATTCGCTAAACATTTTATGAAATTCGTCTTTCCACATTTACGATCTCCCACAACTAATATATTATATATTCTTTGTTCGCTCATCTTTTTGTATCATACAAAACATATTAAATAAATATCAATTTAATTATCCGCCAGGATGTCCAGTAATTCTGGCCACCAGGTTATCCAGTGATGCTGTTACCAGGATATCCAGTAATTCTGGTAAAATTATCGACGATAGCCACCACCATATCTTCTGCCACCACCATAACCACGACCACCACCATAATATGGGCCACGACCCCAACCACCATAACCACGACCCCAACCACCATACCAGGGACCATAACCCCAACCACCATACCAGGGACCTCCTAAAAGACCACCAAGAGCAACTCCAGTAAGTGCACCTAAGGCGAAATCAGCACCACTATTGTCAGCGTAATAGTATCCTTGGAATTCCACATCAGGTTCTCCTGGAGGTAAGTCATAATTATTTTCCACCCAGGCAACGAACTTCTTGATATCACTGGGATCGTATTCTTTTTCTGATAGATAATCTAATGCATATTTTATAATGTATGCATTACAATAGCCACCTTGCATACATTGTGATGGTAAATTATCCTCTTCGGAGATGGAATTAGATATAACATTAAGGGAGAAAGATGGAAGAAGATTTCCTATTTGTTCTCTTATAATTTTTCTAATATCATCATTTACTATATCTTTATATTCGTTGGGTTCTAATAACCATATTTCTTTGTTTTCTTTGTCTATTAAGATTAGGTTACTGTGTCGATGTTGTGCATCCATAATAAGAGTATTTATAATAATTCTACCTAATAATATTGTATTATTTTTAGGATCTTGGATGTTGGCATGTAAATTTATTTCTGTATCATCTTCATCAATTTCGATATTTAATAGAATTGGCTCTGAAATTAAACCATCATACCATTTTAAAACCTCATTAAAGTATCTTCCGTCCAAATAACAACTTTTACTTTCAGGTAGATCCTTATAATTTGAATATGACAGCATTTTATATTTATATATAATTTTATTTTCCTTACAAAATTTTTAATCTTATTAATTATATTATATATCATAAATATATAATTTTATCATATTAAATCATATATATACATAATTGTATATCATCAATATACAATTATTAATATAATACTTATTATTAAATTATCACTTCATACATAGAAATATGAAACTACCATCTTAACTAAATAATCATAATTTCTCTTACCTTATTTTTAAAGTATAGTTTATCATTTTTCGTAAATGGATTAAATGATTTAATAACTTTATCATAATATTCATGTAGTGATAGATAATTTTCATCATATTTTGATTCTCTGGCGTGCTTCACGAATTGATCTGCAATGATTCTAGTGGTGGACATTCTAACAACATTAGAAAAACTACCACTTCCAATAGACATATAATTCTTTCTGAGAAAAACGATAATATGTTTTGCATTATCCGTCATAAAGGCATCTCTATCAATGTATCGAAATTTAAGTGAATATAAGTTATTATTTTGATCTCCTTTATCGCATACTGTTACATTACAATCCGTTTTAGAAAGATAATCTTGAGAAAATGAATCTACGCCCTTAGCACCTCCGACGTAGAATGCATTATGTTTTAACATCACTTCCCTAATAACTGGAATATAATATTTATCAAAATCTTCAATAGCTAAATCAATATGACCACAAACTAATACATTATTAAACATTTTCTTGAAAACGATAATAATATAATTATCAATTTAGAATAAATATTTATATTATAAATATTTATAGGTATTACAATATAAATATGATAGGAATAAAAATAATTTATAGTGAGTACTGCGAATATATGATTTTCAATTTATAAAATTATCAAACTCAAATGTCAGGAGATTTTTATTATGTGATTTTATAAAATAAATTATTTGGGAAAATATGTAAAGAGAGGATAAGTATTGTATGAATTATAGTTTTTATGACCAAGATGTGGTAAAAAATAATGAAGAAGAGGCACAAAAAACAGCTCAAATAGTTTATGAACAAACAAGTAATGCACAAGATAATATATATTGTATAGTGGGAATGAGATCTCGTGATTATAATAGGAGGGATGATGATATGATGGATACTGATGATAATAATGGGAAAATGACTAGAATAAGAAGAAATGATTATAAAATACTGGAGCCACTATCTAATACAAATAGTTATGTAATTGATGGACTACAGGATAATAATATTTTAATCAAAGGTAAGATTAATCATTTAGTTATTAGGGATTGTGTAAATAGTAAAATATATTTAGGTCAGGGAGTTATAAGTGGTATAGATATCTTATATTGTCAAGGATTAGAAATTCAAATGAAAAATGCTGTATATAATTATCTATCTATTGAACATTCTAATTCTGTATCTATATTTGGTCCTGTAAATAATGAAAGTTTAATATTAATAATAAGATCATTAGTTGTAAATATTGGATTAAATGAAACATTTTCTAATTATTTTGATGATATGATGTTACAAGATGGAAAATGGAAAGTATATAATAATAAATTTAAAAGTCCATATCTATCAACTTATAATATGTAAATATCCATTTAATATAGAGATTGTAAATATATCTAGTATATATTGTAATATTTATTACAATATTACATAAAATTTTGGGTTAACTTTCCTGATAAATTTATATCAATTTTGTTCAAACATATAAAAAATGTTTAAGGTAGAAAAAATTGGTACATAAAAGAGAATTTATAATGTACATACATATTATCAATAAAGTACACATAGAAAATAGAGAATAATATTATATGATGTAATTATATATAATTATAAAGAATAAAAGAATAAGAAAATAAAAAATTTTCTGAAGCATATAAAAACAAAAATGAGCAGTCAAGGAGGAAATTCATATGGAAGTAACGGAAGTTATGGAAGTAGCAGAGGAAATGGATCTCCATCTGGAAATAATCAAGGATTAACTAGATGGGCCAACCAATGGGGAGAAGGATATGTCGAAGGTCCTGACGCCAGAACTAACAATGAGGTTGGTAACCGAAGTCGTAGCCGAAGTCGCAGTAGAAGTCGTAGCCGAAGCAGTAGTCGCAGCCGAAGTGGTAGTCGCGGCAGAAATCAAGGAGCAACTAGATGGGCTAACCAATGGGGTGAAGGATATGTTGAAGGTCCTGATGCCAGAACTAACAATGTAGTAAACAACAACGTCAATCGTAGCCGAAGTAGATCACCAGTAAGATCACCCAGTAATGCTCGTATGGTTAATGGCAGTAATTGGAATAGATCTCCTCAAAACTATAACAATTCCAATGTAAATAATAATGGAAAATATAATACATGGTGTAACCAATACGAATGTGGGGTAATAAATAAAAGTGCTGATGGAAGATCATATGGTAATTATGGTGTCACCAAAGCAGATCTTAACCAAAGTTATGAAAATAGTCCTGATCAAGGAAGATTTGGAAACAACAGAGGTGGTTATACTCCCTCCCAACAAGATAGCAGTACCCTCAACATGCAAGGTCTCAATCTTCAGCAATCCAGCCTCCAAAAATCTAATCTATTAAATAATAATTATAACAATTATTCATCCAGTCCCAATAGTTATAGTCCTCCCAATTATAACAGATCCAAGGAATATCCTTATGGTGTCGGTCCGGATATGACTCTCAATGAAAGCGCTGACCAAGGTAAATTTGGTATTAATCGTGGTGGATACACTCGTTCTCAACAAGATAGTAGTAACCTAAATATGGAAGGTATTACCCCACAATTAAATAACTACAATGCAAATTTATCTAATAATTATGGTATGCGATCCTTGAATAACGGTTCTCGCTCCAAACTTCTATAAACCTTTATTATTATATTTATAAATATAATAATATATTACATATTTAAATTAGATAATATTTGATATAATTCTGGAATGTAGGAATTATCATCAATGACAACATCAACATCTCTTGTTATAATATTGTTATTATTTTGTATATTTTGAAGTTCAATCCAATTTTTACCAAAGAAATTATATATGACAACTGGAACATAATATGTTAATATGGTATTATTTTCTAATAAATTTATAGTTCTAGTTTCATATCCAACGGTTGCCTTTAAATTATTTATATAACTTTCTAACAATATTCTTCCTACTAAGCTTTTAGTTTGCACATCTAAGGGACACATCTCATAATTGATTTCATCATATGCAGACCTAATATTAGGAATATTTATCACAGACTTTAAATACTTTGGTATATCCACATCATCAGATCCAATAGATGCAACTCCAAATAATAAATTATTTCTTTCATTATTGTATATACCAATAATTGTCCAATTAGAAATAATTTCTTCCTCGGTTTCATTTGTTATTTCATTAATGTTTTGTGGCATTATCCGAATATCAAAGGTTTTAACATTATTCTGATCACGAATATTTTGTAAAACAATCCAATTATTATTATATGGATTGTATAATACAACAGGAGAATAATACTCTACATTATTAACTTCTCCTTCCTCTGATATTTGTTCTTCTATTATACGTTCATACCCAACACCAACTCCCCTATTACTTAATACTGCATCCAATAAAATTCTTCCTATTAATAATATAGTATTTAAATCTAAATTATTATTAGATGATTTTAATTCTTGAACAATAAAGTTATATCTTGGTAGGGAAGAAGATGGAACAGTATTCTTTCCCCAATCTATATGATTTCTATCAATAGATGCTAATGTTGTTGGTTGTGGAGATAGTATATTTGGATTAAAGGAGCTACCAATGACCCAATTTGTAGTAAGACGACGAAATATTTCATTGGATAATTCCAAGGACATTTCTAAATTTCTATGATTATAGGATTGATTTTCTTTTGTTATATCTTCGTCGGCTATTCTATTATATAAATTTATTAATCCTTCTGTTGGTAAGGGTTTAAGGGCATTGTATGATATAGTGGATAATTTATTCACTGAATTAGGATTCATTTTATTATTTAAATATAATTTCTTCCTTATAAATTTATATTTATATCATATTAATATATAAAATTATATTATTAATCCTCATATTAATATCTTATATGATTATATAAATATTTTAACATTTATATAATTATTGAATAAGTAAATTGGATGAAGTGAGATAGAATTATACAGTGTTTACAATAAATCCATATATTATACCAGGCTGACCATCAGTTCCTCTAGTTACACCACTACCTCCTCCAATACCACCTTGGACACTAGCGGCGCTAATTGAAGTTCCAGTTAACGAAGTTGTAACATATACTAAAACACCACCACCTCCACCGCCACCACCTCCGCCTCTAACATTAGATGCACCAGCAGGTTGCCCTCCAGCACCGTTACCACCTTGAGCTCCTATCAATGCGAGGGGTCCACTTCCGCTAACAATAGTTTTAGCGAAAATGGCGACGACTCCTCCACCACCTCCACCACCTCCACCATAATAGTCATTAAATTCAAAGTTTACGCCTGGACCAGCACCACCACCTGATCCACCATTATATCTTGCTCCAGTTAAACTCCTGACGTCTGCCATTTCTAATAAATTTCGTAAGGGTCCGTCACTTCCGTCTGTTATTGGGACTGGAGTCGTAGCTCCAGCTAGTGATCCATTAAGTTGTGGTGTGCCTGAATTTGGTCCTCCATTCCCACCATTAAAGAACCCCGCTCTGGGTACGTTAAAGGTGGCCATTCCAACTCCAGGAACTACTGGCTTTTGCGTACCATTAGCCCCTGCTCCTCCAAATCCTACTGTTCCTGTGTTAGTTACACTACCACCAGTAAACTGAGAAGCATTCCTAGTAGGTATACCTAAAAATCCTCCCAATTCAAGAGCCTCTCTAACAAATAATCTATATCCATTGGTATTATATACTGCTGTGTCACCTAATGTCACTATATTATAAAATCTATCCTCTGGAAGAGCAGAAATTTGATCAGAGATGAAATCCCCATCGCTTCCATCTCCAAATATCTCATCCACTGGAAATCCACCATTTCCCACGGGGCCTTGTGGTCCTAATAAACTTCCTTTAGGTACCCATATACCTCCTTCCTTCCTATAATATGTTTTAGTGGTATTATCTATATAATAATCTCCTTCTGTACCATCTCCAGGTAATGGAACTCCAGTCCCCGTTAGTATTTCACTTCCAGCTTGCCCAGCTTGCCCAGGTGGTCCCTGTATATTTTCTACAGGAACACCCCACCCCAGTCCAGATTTTACATATACATCTTTGTTTAAATTATCTATATAATAATCTCCTGGAAATCCTAAAAGATTACTAGGTACTCCATTACCAGCAAATATTCTTCCTCCCCTAGGTCCTGTCAAATTTCCTTCCAGATTCCAGATTCCATTGTTCTTTAAATAATAATCATTGTTATTAACATTAATATAATAATCTCCATCTGCACCATCTCCTTGTAATGGTGCCCCTGTTCCCGTTAATATCTGACTTCCCGAGTCTCCTTGCTCTCCAATAGGGCCATCTAAATTTCCTCTTGGTTGCCATACTCCTCCCACCTTCTGATAATAATCTTCGTTTAAATTATTTATGTAATAATCTCCATCTTCTCCAATGCTAATATCAGGTACTCCATTACCCACCAAAATTTTACTTCCGGACACACCTGGACTGCCAACGGGACCAGTTAGATTCCCCCTTGGTTGCCATAGTCCTGCCACCTTTTGATAGTAATCTCCATTTAAATTATTAATGTAATAATCTCCATCTTCTCCAATTGAATTATTTGGAGGACCATTGTCAGCGATAATCGAACGGCCGTTAATTCCTTGTTGTCCGGGTTGTCCAGTTAAATTTGAGGTTAATACCCAGATACCATTTTGTTTTCTATAATAATCATTATTTATAATATTAATATATTGATCACCATCACTGCCAATTGAATTGTCTGGTTGGCCACTTCCTGTAAATATAATAGTATTAAAGGATAAGTTAGCTTGTAAAACCCAAATACCATTTATTTTTAAATAATAATCTTTATTAATATTATTTATGTAATAGTCTCCATTCATTCCAATTCCGTTGCTTGGTTGTCCGTTTCCTGTCAATATTTTACTTCCAGATTGGCCAGGAGGTCCTTGTAGATTACCATCAGGAACCCATATTCCATTTTCCTTTATATAAATATCCTTATTTATGTTATTAATATATTGATCACCATCCATTCCTAATGCATTGCTGGGTGAACCATTTCCTGTCAATATTTGTTTATTTGGTACTACTAAAGCCTCTAATAAATTTCCTTGAGATAACCAACCATCATCTCCAACACTCAAATAATATTCAGCATCTATTTTATTTATATATACATCTCCTTTTTCTGATTTAAACGCATATGGTTGTCCTAGGCCTGCTATTATCTTATTATTGTTAATTCCTACATGTCTATTATATATCCATTTTCCTTCTTTTTTATTAAAAGCTTCTTTACTTTCCGAATTAACATAAATATCACCATTTATACCATGATCATCATCTGGATTTTTATTTTCTATATGAATATAATTTTTTGTACCATTAATACCGTATAATTCAGGAGGTCCTTCTATAAACGTTACCTTATATGACATCTTTTTGTTTATAGAATAAAAATAAATTATTTTAGACAAATAATGTGGATAATATATTTACAAACTGCCATTTCTGCGTTTTTCGCAAGTTTTTTATCTTCAACTTTAACATATCCCATCTATACATTCTATACCAGATCTGTATCGAAATATAATGTACCTAATATTTCCATGTATTCTTCTTTTCTTCATCATCTTTCCAATGGTATATCTAATATATATGCTGGATATATTATGTATTTAATTTCCACTGTTTTCAGTCAAACTATTTATTATTATTTTTACTCACTATTTTCATATTCTTCATTATCCTATATACATCCATCATTTCTTGCAGCGATTTTGTCAGTTTTGTTTAGCACTCCATTATGGGTTTTGAATAGTAAATTATCTACCTCATTATATTCATTATCATATCTTATTTATACGATGAGAATATCTGATTATTATGCTGGAGTTATTCCAAGTTTGATTCTTACAATAAACCCTAGTATTACATATATTTTATATGAAAATTTAATGTATATAATGGATGAATATAAATTTTCTATAATAATATGCTCATTTGTATCAAAATTAATAGCCAGTTTTTTAACATATCCTTTGGTTTATATTAAAGTTAATAATCAAATAAATCCATATAATATAATAAGAAAATGGAAGAAGGAAGGAATATATAGTTTATATTGTGGAATACAGACAAAATTAATCCATTCTTTGTTTACTTTCGTTTTACTAGTTTATTTTCAACATATTATATATATTCTCTTACAATCTAATTAAATTCTATAACATTTTATAAATTGTATAATTTATAATCTACAAAGACAATTATATAATCTATAATTATATAATCTATAATCTATAATAATCTATAATTTATAATAATCTATAATTTATAATTTATAATAATCTATAACACTCTATAATTTATAATCTATAATTTGTAATCTATAATCTATAATCTATAATTTGTAATCTATAATTTGTAATCTATAATTTGTAATCTATAATCTATAATCTATAATCTATAATCTATAATCTATAATCTATAATCTATAATCTCTACAAAGACAATTATATAATCTATATAATCTATAATCTCTACAAAGACAATTATATAATCTATATAATCTATATAATCTACAAAGACAATTATATAATCTATAATCTATAATTTATAATAATCTACAAAGACAATTATATAATCTATAATCTATAATTTATAATAATCTACAAAGACAATTATATAATCTATAATCTATAATTTATAATATATTGGATTATAAATTATAATAATCCAATATACATGGATATTACAGTAAGATATCATACATGGCACTATAATACCAATCATAAAATTTTTTATAATCCATACCATAATATGTAAAGTTTTTAGTGTACCAACTCATTATACTAGCTTCTGGTATACATCGTTCCGTTTCAAATTCTCCATCATATATCCAATCAATATTGTCACCAATACAATAAGATATTAAATCTACAGTGACAGGTTTTGTTATATCTCTTGATAAATTTCTTCCTCTTATCTCCTCCATATCTTCTATATTGCCTAATATTAGTACAGTGTGAAATTTTCCATTATATAAATATAATGGACTATTAGGATATAATATCTTCATCATAGGATATAATACAAATATTGCTAAAGGCTGACACATATGAATATAACAATACCATGCAGGATCATATTTATCTTTTGCCATCTCTATTATCTTGTTCCGTAATTGATAATCACCTTCAACGTCACGATATGATATATATGCTAATAATTCATTATTTTCATCATCAAAATTATAAGTTGATATTGTTGGTTGTGGCTCTAATTTCTCAAATTCCTCTATTTTATCGATACATCTATCTTTATAAATGATGGGATCTTCGCATGGTGATAAATATGGAAAACTATATTCCTTCAATACACTGTAATAATCTTCTGGTCTTTTATTCACTAAATAATTTAGAATAGTAGGATCTCCTCGGAAGGTTGTTACATCAGGATTAAATGACTCTTCTATCATTAATTCTAATCCCATTAAAAATAATTTATTTTGTATAACTTTTTGGAAGTCTTCTCTATTAAATTCATACATTTAACATTTATCCATCTATATTTAAAATATAATCATTTATATAATCCATAATATTAGTGTTTGATAATAACCATTCGGCAATATAATAATTATAATCTAATCCTTTATTTAGTAGATGAATAAAAATTGCTCCAATTAATGCTTCTAAACAATCAGCACATTTATTATGAAATTTCTTTTTCTTATTTTCTATAGTGTAATTATTAGTTCTTAATAGGAAACATCCACCTTTATTTAACATTAATTCTGTTAATATACGATTATTTGTAAAGGAGGACATTGTTTGTGTTAAGAAGTGTGGAGTACATCCTAATCCAAATATTTTAAAAAGAACAGAAGACATAACCCCATATAATACTCTATCTCCATAAAATTCTAAACTTTCATTATTATCTATTCCATATTTTTCCATCCATATTATTTTTGTATTATCTGAGATATTATTTATATCATTATCTATAGGAGTAAATGCCAATAATATTAAATAATCATCCATATCGTTCAATGGATAATTATCTAATCCGAACATATAGCGAACTTCCTTGATTGTTTCCTCCTCTGTTATGTTTTCTGTCTGTATACAGACACCTTCCATTCTTTCCCCACTCATTTTCTTTTTGTATTATCTTTTTTAAATTAATATTTTATATTACATATAGTTTTGTATTCTAATTCTATTATATACTTTTATATAATATATATAATATATATTTATAATGTAATATATATTATCACTTATTTTAAATTATATGGATATAAATAAAAATTATAGAACATTAAAATGGGAGGAACAACAAGTCAATTTGTATATGTAATTAATGGTATTGGATCATTGAATCCTGCTCCAGTGATGGAAGATCGCATAGTTAACGCCTTTAAAAATATGCAACAAGTTATAGATTATCATAATCAAAATAATCCATTAGATAGTGATGTCTTTATCTTTGTAATTGGAAACTTTACAGATGGTACCATAACCTTAAATTTTCCATTCAAAATGACAGCATCTTCTATATCATCCTTTATACCAGGACTCGCCATTCCATTAACCGGTTCATTCACCTGGAATATTAATGGATCAATGAATATAAGGATGGAAAATCCAGTAATTGGTGGAGGTGTTACCATTGATGAATCTGTCAATCTCATGGTTCGTGATTCTATAATAACATATAATGGAACACATCAACTAGAAAGAACCAACATTACAGAATTTGTAACTAATAGAGATGATACTAACTATGGTATTCTTATTAATAGAGATAGTATGTTACAATTATCTAATTTAAATGTTAGTAAACCTATAAAGGTACAAGGAAGTTTAAAATTAAAAGATGCAAATGTTAAAATATATAACAATGCCGACTCCGCCATACAAATAGATGATGGTATTATTAATATTATTAATACAAAGATTGAATTTTATAATAGGTTAGATGGTGGGGCATTATTTTCTGGGTCTGGGACTTTGGATAGTGAAAGAAATAAATATATTTCTGAAGAAGTTCTCGTATTCCATAGGACCGATTCTAATAATATAATTCACAACTTTGATATATTAAATTTTCCAGATGGTACAACTGATGAAAATATCAATGGCACTAAAATAAAATACGATAACGTTATTTTAATCAAGGATACTAAATCATTAGTTAATAAACATAAAGCAAATTATACTTTTACGACGACAGATGGAGAATTATTGGCTAGCAAAGATTCTATTTTAACTATTGAGAATAAGAAAGAATATACTTATATCATAGAAAACAATAATTATAATATATTAAATTTTAATAATATACAGAAACTTAATTTGCAATTTAATAAATTGACATCCTATGATGAAATTACTATCAACCTAAAGAATGTTAAGAAAATTAAAATAACTGGATTTATTACTAGTTTAGGTAGACAATCATTAATACACAATGCATCAACTACATTACTATATAATGTAGAAACAGGGTTATGGTCCTATGCATAATCAATTTGTGATATTATACAATATATTATATGAAGGATATAAATAGGAGAAACATATTTTGTAATATAATATAATTAATATACATTATATTAATTATATTATATTATCTTTATAATAAAGATGAACCCAGATCCATCACCTGACAATATAAGAGAAGATCTCAATGATGCGGCGAGATATAGAACCTTTACTAATTTCGCTACTAAATCTAATTTAAAATATAGAATACCCGTATCTATAGTAGGTATAGATGTTAATTTTTATACTATACTATTTAATAGTCAAGTATTCAAATTATCAGTGAATGGAAATGGTGCAATAACGAACGATATTAATGCAGCCATTACATATAATTTTAATCATAATATAACAACGGATAGTACTTGGTACAATAAAAAATATCCATATTATGGAATACCTAGTAATAAAAAGTATGTGTCCAAATGTGGGGATGTAGTTGTAAATATATATTTAAAAACTATAGGAAATAATATGAGTGATATAATCGTGGATATTAAAGTTCCTAAGAATACATATTTGGTGGGTGGATTTACTGTTATTGATTATAGTATATTCCCAAGAGAAGAATATAGTAGTAACTTAAGAATAGAAAAAATAGAGTAATGTTATATTTATTTCATTATCTGTTATTTTAATTTGTTATAATTTTATCATATAAATTATAAAATTATAAATTTTATAAACCAATAGAAGATGGAGCGTATCACTTTGTATTCTCAAAATATTTTATAACTATCTCTTCTAAAATATTTTATAACTATCTCTTCTAAAATATTTTATAACTATCTCTTCTAAAATATTTTATAACTATCTCTTCTAAAATAATTTTATAACTATCTCTTCTAAAATAATTTTATAACTATCTCTTCTAAAATATTTTTATAACTATCTCTTCTAAAATAATTTTATAACTATCTCTTCTAAAATATTTTTATAACTATCTCTTCTAAAAATATTTTTATAACTATCTCTTCTAAAATATTTTATAACTCTATCTTCTATCTTCTATAAAATATTTTTATAACTCTATCTTCTATCTTCTATAAAATATTTTATAACTTTATCTTCTATAAAATATATTATAATAAAATAAATGACATTATTGACATCTTAGATCATTAAATAAATATTTTTACACCACAATAAAATTTTATTACTTCAATAAAATATACGAATGAATATAGTTAACATTCGAGATGAACTACATTCCATAAATGTTAATGAACTTAGGGAATATACAAACACTTACTTAGGAAATACTTTATTCTTATATCGTAATTCTGATAATATATATGTATATACATCAACCCCATCATCTAGATTACCATATACAATATATGATTTAGATGGAAATATAATTAAAAATGATAATGAAATATCAAGGACATTATTAGACAGTAATGCTTTATATTTAAGATCATATTTTATAAATAATGGAGAATTGATGGAACATGATCCATATATTAACTTATTAATTCCAGAAGTAACATATGATAAATATTTTTTTCTGCCAACTTCTGAAGTAGATAATGTATTATTACAATATTTTAAATATAAATATAATAATATATTAGAAACTTCAGATACTATAGAATATTATTGTTTCCAAGGCAAACGTCGTATCACAGGATTTGATCAATTAATGGACAAATTATTAGACACTGATAAACCATTTGTTGCAACACTTATAACATTAAATAATCCCTCTCCTTGTAATCGCAAATCATGGGACTTACATGTTAATCTATTATTTATAAATAAAAAGAGTAAGGAAATTATTAGATTTGAACCAAGAGGATGGGGTTCAAAATATGATGCCGTTCTCCTTGATACATATATAGAGTCTAATATACCAAATGATTATACATATATACCAAATTTTCAATATTGTCCAAGAAATTCCTTCCAAAAAATACAGGCAAAAGAGAAAACATATATATCAGGAGATCCACCTGGATTTTGTGCTAGCTGGTCTATATGGTTTCTTGAATATACATTAGCAAATCCAGATATATCACAATCCTATCTATTAAAATATGCTTTACAAAATCTTCCTAAACCATGGACAACATTTATGAGAAATTATTCCACAGAATTAACATATAATATATTTCAATATTTATTCAATATTAGATATTTTGATGACAAGGATTTCTTATCCTCTAATAATCTAAGAAATATATATCCTTTGCAATTAGGAATTATTATAATTGATGATGAAATGATTCCGGCAGTTATAAAAATTAATCCCAATAACGATGATATTCGTGTTGTCACCAACAATCAAGTATTTAAATATACATCAAAATCATTCCCAAATAATTCAATAAAAATTATATAAATGTGACATTGATAGTAAGTATATAAATTACTATTATTTATATGCCATGAAAGTTTTGACATAAAATATTAAGTTATATATTTATTTTACGACTTCGTAGACAATTATGAAGTTTGGTGTATCTAAAATATATAATTTACGACATTCTTATGTGTAACCATTTCATTGGTAGTTACACATGAAATTATTAAGATAAATAGTAATTATAGGGGTTTTTGTGAGGTAACCCACTTATGTAATTTGGCGAAACTAGGAAATTTATCTAGATTATCAATAATCTTGTTCTTTAATATACTGTTAAACAATATCGTCTCCATCTCATTTAATTTAAAATATTGAGATACTAATTCAGAACAAACATTTATATTTTCATCATTTAATAAATTATGTAACTTTATAATTTGTTCTATATCAGAATTCGCTCTATGATCTAATGCATATAATTTATTCCCTACAAATCCAAAATTACCTTCGTTGATTGGAGGATCATCAAATATTTCCATTTGTTCATATTCTGGATCATCTTTATATATAATATTATCGAAATATCTAAATATAAAAAGAAATCTATCAGCATTACTCACCACTAAATCAAATGCTAATATTTCCGCCAATTCTTTAATAAAATTATTACTTCGTCCATGTTCATTGCTATAATCGCTCCAATATGGAAGATATTCTATTATTTGCAATAATTTATCATTATTATTCTCAATTTCATAATTAGATCTAAGTTTATTATTAGAAACATGCAATTTTTGTGTAATAAGATATTTTGGCTTACACAATAATATATTAGCAACGTTTAACCCACAAACTTTAGCGAATAGATTTGTTATAAATGTTAGAAAATTAGCATTGTCATCATATTCATCTTTATATACAAATTTTTCATTCACTAATAATGCTCTTCCTGCTATATTTTTAACCTTCTTTGGATATTCATTCACATATTTATATAAAAATATAGGATCTTTAGAGAGTAATAAAATTGGCGAATTTGTATATGTAGAAAATAAATTTTGTATGGTTGTCATTGTTTGTACAAATGAGGATACATTTATATTATCTAATAGTACATCCATAAATTCCATATTGTCTTATTTAAAGATATACATATAAATTATAATCAATTGTATTATTATATAATATATAATAATAGCTTATTTTATAAACGAGATAGTTACTCTTCATGATACAAACAAATAGATAATAAATATAATATTTATTATATATAAGTATTATGGTTTATAATTTATAAGAATTATATCTTATGAGTTGGTATACATAATAAAAGAAAATAAGTATTATCAATATTAAAATATTTGATACTTTAATATCAAGACATTCCTTTATGCGATTATAAAATTTATACCTTCCAACTTTATAATTATATATTATAAAAATATTTTTATTACATTAATTATAAATTATGAATTGATATAAGACATTTTTTATAATCGCATAAAAGAATATCTTGATATTAAAGTATCAAACTTTTTAATATTAATAATACTTATTTTCTTTTTATCATAATTTTGTTATTATGTAATGATGAGATTCATGTATACCACCCCACGGAATAAGAATAATAAGAATTTACATATGTAATATCAGTATCGTTTTAATCTTCACATATTCAATTATAGAGTTTATAGAATTACACAATTCATAAAGTATAATCTACAAAGTATAAAGATAATTCTATAACTACAAATACAAATACAATTATATAAATATAATTCTGTGGTCTATAATTCATAATCTATAAAATATAAAGTATAAAGATAATTCTATAACCCACAATTTATAATCCACAAAGTATAATCTATAAAGATAATTATATAATCTATAATCTATAATCTTATAAACTATTATAATCTATAATCTATAAAGATAATTATATAATTTATAAACTATTATAATCTATAATCTATAAAGATAATTATATAATCTATAAAGTATAATCTATGGAGTATAATCTATAAAGTATAATATATAATCTATAATATATAATATATAAACTATTATAATCTATAAAGTATAATCTATGGAGTATAATCTATAATCTACAATCTATAATATATAATCTATAAAGTATAATCTATAAAGACAATTATATAATCTATAATTATATAATCTATAAAGCACAACCTATAACTATAAAGATAATTATATAATCTATATAAACTATTATAATCTATAATCTATAATCTATAAAGATAATTATATAATCTACAATCTATAATATATAATTATATAAAGTATAAAGTATAATCTATAATCTATAATCTATAAAGATTATTATATAATGTATAATCTATAAAGACAATTATATAATTTATAATTATATAACTTTCAATATTAAAGTGGAAAGGTGTTGATACTATTAATAAATTACATTATCTTAATATATAATAAACTATTATATAATTTATAAGTTTTTCATCGTTATGCAGTTTTTTTGTCAGTACCAATCTTTCTTTTAGTAAGCCAAAATCTAATTTGTATTGTGTCTAAATCCAGAAAAAAAGTTGGGTTAACTCTTTTTATAAAGTTATTCTTATTTTCGTCCAGTTGTGCTTTCTCGAAACGTCTGCCAATGAAAATTTTCTGCATTACGGATGGCATAGACATGTAATTACTAGGGGTAAGTGATAAAGTCATACCATCTCTCAAACTATCAACATTAAAAAATGTTTTGGTTACAGGAGATACATATTCCAAGCTGTTGTGAATAGGTGTTCCATCCTTAGTATATCTTACTTCAATCTTCCATTGGTCCAATAAAATTTCTTCTGTATCTTCATTTTCAAAAGTAGATTGCTTGCGATGTGAAAGTGTGGAGCTGGTGGGTATGTTCCTCAATTCACCAATAAATGATTCATTAAGTTTCTTACATTCATCGATTATTCTTTCCTCATTAAAATAATCCTGATTATGCGAATCAGTTTCTTTCGAATATAATAAACCCATTTCTTATTGTTTTTCACTTATTCATCTCTAATATTTTAATTTTTAATCAATTTTATATTATTTATATAAATAATATTAAATATGTTTGAACTTATATATTATATATCTAGATTGATTCTAAGAAATCAGTTAATAGCATAGTCTTCTGTTTTTGATCCCCAACTCCCTTCATATCCTTCACTACTACACTACCATCCTTCCATTCATTACCAGCAATTAATACCACAAATTTTGCATTCTTACTATTTGCATAATCAAATGCGGACTTTAACTTTCCTCCTTTCATATAAACTTCAACAACATACTTATTCCATTCATCTCCATTATTACCATTAACTTTACCTTTCTCTAATATTTTCTCCGATACATTTACCGCATCTCCATAATAATCATCATTAAAAGGAATAACTACATAATCAATAACATGTCCTAACTTAGGAAGCAAATTCATCTCCTTCAATACTTCCAAAATAACCACATCTCCAAATCCAAACCCAATTGCCGGTACATTCTCTCGATATCCATATGTACCTAATAGGTTATCATATCGACCACCACCACATACTGCCCTCTTAATAGTGCTGTTCATAAAAAATCCTTCAAAAACAGTGCCAGTATAATAGGACAATCCTCTAACAATACTAGCATCAAATTGTAACCATTCTCCAATGCCAACATTCTCCGCTAAGGTAAACAAAGTAGTGATTTCCTTTAAGGTTGGATCATCTTCGGGTAAGTAATCTCTTAATCCATTAACATCTTTCACTTCACAAAGCTTATAAATATTGTCTACGTTCTCTTCCGTTAATCCCAAATCTCCCAACATATTTCCCATCATCTTCCTATTTACTTTAGCAATTTTGTCAATGGCATTGCATGCATCAACAAACTTATCATCGGGTAATCCCATACCTTTTAACACAGTTTGTAATATCATACGATTGGATACTCTAATTTTGACATCAGAAGATTTTAAACCAACAGACTTAAAGAAAGATGTAATAATTAAGAAAATCTCTAATTCACTCTTTACTCTTTCTCCTCCAAAGACATCAACATTCCACTGATAATGCTCCCTCTTTCTACCCTTACTTGTTGTCTCATTTCTCCAACATTGAGGAAAACTGTACCATTTAATCGGCATTACCGCACTTGGAATATATTCCATTAACATACGACATAATGTTGGTGTCATTTCCGGACGTAATGATAATCCAATACCATCCATTTCGAAAGAGAACATTTCTTTAAGAATATCATCGCCTCCCTTCCTAGTGTAAAGACTGGAATGTTCTAAAACCGGAGCATCATATTGTCGAAATCCATATCGTTCTGATACATTCTTCCATTTTCCAAATAACCAATTTCTTAATTGCATATCATCAGGATAAAAGTCCCTTGTTCCTGATGGAGGATATAATGGAATATTTACTTTTGACTGCACATCCGTCATTCTTATATCTGTATCTAAAAATTTTCTCCTTCCACTTTTTCTTTATTCTAGTCATTTATTTATATCATTTTATTTCTATTCTTTATACTTTTGCCATAAAATACCATACAAATTATTATATAATGAAACAATATAAATTACTTACATAAATTAAAGAAAAATAATAAGGATAGAAAAAACTATAACAAGAAAAAATGAATGGGAAGGGAAAAGGATGATGTGAGGAAATAAGAATATTGTTGTTATAAGTATGGGATCCATTAATATAATATATAAGAATGGACTAACGAAGGAAATGTTGAAATCTGAAGTTGGAAAAGTTAAAGATCCTAAATTGGTAGTATGGTATGTTGGAGATGGAGGATTTAAAAAGGATGGCGTGAGCTTTTATCGAAAACTATTTCGAACCGTATCTTCTCATTCATCTTTCGTCAAAAATGAAAGTAAGTTGGACTATTATTTATATGATATGACATCTTGGAATTTATTAAAAGGAAATAGTTCCGACATACAAAATAAAAATTTTTCCATATTTAATGATAAAGATAAAAGATTGCATGGAATTAGGTCATATGATTTCTTCCAATGGGTTAATGATTTATATAATACAGAATATGGAGGTTATATTAGAAATAATATTTTAAAATATGATTTTATTTATAAGAGTAGCTTGGAATTTAAGGAATGTGGTATATTATGGAAAGATGCCGTACAGAAGTCACACAATAAATATAGAATATTAGAGGATATAGAGATGATGGATTGTACAAAAATTTATTCTATTCTCCAATATTTAGAATGTTTGTATTTAGTTTGGAGGCTAGTACAAGAGAATAATAAGGAGAAAGAAATAAATATATTATTTTGTCTACCCAATGACGAAAGTAAATATTATCGAGATGACAAAAATATGTTAAAAGAAGATTTAATAAAACTATTAGGAAATAATGTAAATATTAATATAGTATTTTTATGTTTTAAGTTTGGTAATAATAGTAAGGCTAGACCTTATAATGCAGGAAATATATTAGTGGAAGATTTGTTAGTTTCTGATATATTATAAAAATGCAGGATATAAAAATGACATCCCCAATTTCCCCAAACGTTGTAATTTACGTTATTGATGGCATTGGATCCCCCAACCCATCACCTGGTTTTCTAGATGGCTCCACGATAACTACACCAAATCCATTTAAAAATATGCAAGAAGTCGTAACCTATCACAATAATAATAATTTATTGGATAGGGATGTCCAAATTTATGTTTTAGATAACTTTATAGACAACACCTTAACCATCAATTTTCCATTTACTATGTCAGCAAGTTTAATTCCAGGTGCAGAAGCATTATTTGGAAAGTATGTAGATTGGAATATTAATGGTTCATTATATTTAGAATTAAATAATGCTCCCCTTCAAAGTTCTGTTTATATTAATTATTCTGTAAATGTTATTGTTTCTGGATCTATAGTACCTAGCAATGAAAATAACATCAACATCATAATACAAAGAAGTAGTATTATCGATGAATCCGTAGAAAGAGGGGATGACGATTATGGTATTGCTATTCCATCTGGTGTCGAGTTCACTTTATCTAACATAATTACAAACAAACCAATTAAAGTGGAGGGAATTTTAAATATTATAGATGGAGAAGCTAAACTATATAACAATAGTGAGGCCGCCATTGAAATAGAAAGCACAGGCAAAGTTAATATCTCTAATGAGAAGATAGAATACTTTAATAGACTACAAGATAGTGCATTGTTTGAAGGTTCTGGTAGTTTAGATAGTGAGAGAAGTAAATATATTTCTGGTGCTCCATTTGTCTTACATAGAACTGCTTCTAATAATATATTCCATAATTTTGATATATTGGATGTTCCAAATGGGACAGTTGATGATAATGTATCTGGTACGAAAATTAGATATGATAATGTTATCTTAATCAAAGAAACAAAGTCTTTGGCAAATAAGGATAAGGCTAACTATGTATTTACTACTAGTGAAGGAGAACTTTTAACTAGTAAACCATCTAATGGAGACAATAAAACCTTGAGCATCTCTAATCAAGAAGCATATTCATATGTTTTAGATAATAACAATGGATATAATGTATTAAATTTTAGCAATATTGGAAAATTAAATTTACAATTTGATAAATTAGACAGTACACAGAACGTTATAATAAATCTTAAGAATGTTAAAAGAATTAAAATTATGGGATATATTAGTAGAAATGCAAAAGAATCATTGATACATAATCAATCTACATCACTAAGATATGTTGTTAATAGTATGATGTGGGATATAGTTGTCTATTAGTTTGTTATTCCTCTAAATCTTGTGACTATCATCAAGGGTAGTTGTTATGACAAGAACTGCTCTATAATATCACCAATGATATTACAATTTATCTTACAATTATAATTATAGAATTATAATTTATCTTTATATAATCATAATTAATATTCCATACAATTATAATCTATTATCTTATAATTATAATTTATTGTCTTACAATTATAATTTATTGTCTTTATACAATTATAATTTACGCTAACGATATCTCATTAAATTTTATTATAACAAAAAAATGGTATTGATTTTATCTCTATGAAGTTGTATTATTTTTATCTTATGAGGTGGTGTACATTGTGTTTTTATCCAAGTTATAACTTAAATCGTATAATCTAAAGTATTATTATATATACGTAAATTGTTCTTATAATTAAAAATTCAAAGTTACCAACTCCAAAACTATATATAATGATAAACTTACTAATCTTATATTTTGTGATCCCTTGGAAGAATATCTGTCAATTAAATCATAATATTCTGTACTAATACTAATACATTAAATTATATAAAACCACAATGTATATCACCTCATAAGATAAAAATAATACAACTTTCTATAGATAAAATTAATACCATTTTTTCTTGTTATAATAAATTTGTTATTTCGCTTTGTTGTTTAATAACTATCCATGAGAATAGTTATAAGATTTAGAATAAGAGCAAAGAGGGAGGGTGATAAATTAATAGTATCAATAAAATTAATATATTATTTCATTTTTAATAAATTGATATAAATATTATATTAATCTTCAATATAGAAATGGAAATGGAATTACCCAATGAATTATGGTTAAAAATAATTAAGTATTCTGACTTAAAAGTTAAAATATTTCTTTCATTTTGTAATAAATCAATAAACTCATTGGTTATGTATCATACAAATACAAATTCTATATTAAAAACATTATTTATTCCTTCTTCAAATACAGTTGGTGCATTAAAATTTGAAGATTTTAAATATTTATCACAATTAATCGAAGAAGAGAATATTCAAATATTTATAAATATATTATCTTATTGTAATAAGTCCCAACGTCAATTTATAAGGTATTTTGTTGACACTATTGTAGAAAATATCTATCTTCCACATCATCTGTTTTTCGTATTAAAGTTTTCTGGACATATTGGATGTGTGCCCTCCATCAAAAAATATAAACATAATATTACATCTCTTTTGGAAAGAAATATAGAAAAATCAATATCTATTGTTGAAAATTGTGTTAAAAAATTTATTTTATCTGAGGTTGTAAAATATGATAGAGTCAACATAATAAATATATATAAGAAAATATTCACATTTATTATATCTCACAATTTATTAGAAACATATTATATTAAATATCAGGGTCAAATGTTCTCATTATTTGTATATCTGTGGCCTTGGTTAATTGGATTAGATTATAAAAATGGAAGAGGACAAATAACAGAAATATCATATCAGTTTCCACTAATTATAGAAAATTTAGATATATTTACATGTTATAGAATAGGAGGATATAAAGAATTATTAGATATCCTACCATCATTGTGTAAAAAAGATAGGGAAGAAATTTTTAATATACTAAGCAATAAACGTGGAAAAACAATGGAATTTATTCTATCACAAAAATATACTTCAGAGGATGATGAATATATTATATTACAAAAATCTACGATGGAGAATGAGGAAATAGAAAGAAAAGAAATGGAAAAGGTTCAATATGAATCTCTTATGGATTATATGGAAATAATAATAAAGAAGGATGATACAGAAAAATTTCTTGATTCATATGAACATATTAAAAATATAGAAGATATTATGAAATTTTTAAGAAAATACATACCCATTAATATTTTATTCTTATTAATATCTATGGAATTAAATATAATATTAGAATTTAAAAATGAAGATATTATATATATAAAAGATGAAAAATTAAATTTTTTAAAGAAACATAATATTTTATGTATTATTACATAACTTAAGAAGATTAAGATTATGGGATATATTAGTAGAAATGCAAAAATCATTGATACATAATCAATCTATACCACTAAGATATGGTGTTGTCTATTAATTTATCATCTTTATTCTTCATTCAAATCTTATAATTATTTTCAGGATAGGCGAGATGGCACGAGAGACAATAAAGTCATAAAACAATCATAATTTACCATATTAAATTATAATTATCTTATCTTATATATAATTATTTTATCTTATATAATTATATTACCTTATATAATTATATTACCTTATATAATTATATGATTAATAGTAGATATATAATAAATTGTCTGGAGTAATGCGTTGTTTAAAATTTTTATTGAGCATACTATTTACCATTTCATGTACTTTATTCTTTAAATCATCATCAGTTTTTGTGTCTAATAATGATGGTGCGTTACTCTCCAATATTTCTTTCTTTAAATCATTATACGTTCCTGATTTATAAGGTCTTTTAAGATTACATAATATCCATATACAGATACCTAAAGCCCAAACGTCAGAAGCTTTAAGAATAGATAAAAGATTTAAACGAATGAAGGTAGAAATATTATATTTAAATAATTCTGGTGCCATAAAATTTGGAGATCCTGATTTTTTCTCACACCTATAAGGATCTGATATTACTGTTTTACAAGCAAATCCATAATCGATAAGTAACAATCTACCATCATTGGTATATATTATATTCTCTAATTTTACATCAACTCTGGTAGCTATTTAGCTACAAGAAATGCACAATATTATATTTATGTATATATTGAAGTGTTAATGATATAGTTTTTATACAACTATAAAGGAAATTATAATCTACAATATTCTTATTAACATTATCTAAATAATAATCATCCAATGTAATTCCTTCTAAATATTCCATGACAATAACATATACTTCCGCACCATCGTATATATATTCAAATAAGTCATAATATTTTGGAATAAGGTCACCAAATTGGCCTTCTGATAATTGTTTTATTATGTTATAATCCATAACTACAGTATTCCTTAAATTTTTATCATCATTACCTAAATCTATTACTTTCAATGCAAAAATATTACCATTAGCATCTTCTACCTTATAAACTTTACTAAATTTGCCTTGTCCAATTGTATTTATGATTTTATAATCTCCTATAGTATCCATTTTCTTATTCAACATATTTCTTTTTACTTGTCATTATCCACCTCTCATCTTCAGATAATAATAAAATATAAGACAATTATGATATTGATATTACGTCCTATTTTTTATATAAATATGATTTCATGTGGTGGTATCCATCAACTAAATTATAAATAATAATAAAATATAAGACAATTATGGTATTAATATTATGTCCTAATTTATACATAAATATATATGATATAAGGTTGTGTCGTGTGCGAATTATAAATAATAATAAAATATAAAACAATTAAGGTATTGATAGTATGACCCAATTTATGTATAAATATGAGTTCATGTGATACTATCCATCAATAAAGAAACATTAGATTATTTAATTTTATAAATAGTTATATAGAAATTAGAACGTAGTATTAATATACTAATTGTATAATATTTATTTGTTTCACATATATCTTTGTGTATCTTATAATTGTATAAGATAGTAAATTATAATTGTAAGATAGTAAATTATAATTGTATAAGATGATAAATTATAATTGTAAGATAGTAAATTATAATTGTAAGATAGTAAATTATAATTGTAAGATAGTAAATTATAATTATAAGATAGTAAATTATAATTATAAGATAATAAATTATAATTGTAAGATAATAAATTATAATTATAATTGTAATTGTATAAAGATAAATTATAATTGTAAGATAATAAATTATAATTGTATAAAGATAAATTATAATTGTAAGATAATAAATTATAATTGTAAGATAATAAATTATAATTGTATAAAGATAAATTATAATTATAATTGTAATTGTATAAAGATAAATTATAATTATAAGATGATAAATTATAAGATGTTAAACTATAATTGTAAGATAATAAATTATAATTGTAAGATAATAAATTATAATTGTAAGATAATAAATTATAATTGTAAGATGATAAATATAATACTCCTAAAATTTTCTGGCTTTAACATCACGAGATATGCTGACCAACCCAATTAAATTTTGTTTTAAAGTATCTGATAAGCTATCAATGGTAACACCCAATTCTTTTAATTCGTTAAGTAACTTATTTACTAATCCTAAGGGTGGCATATATCCATATTTACTTTTAAGATAATCCTCCGAAATATCATGATTATTTTTGTCTTTGTAAAATAATCCAATATATCTCCACGATTCACAACTTGCCAACGTTGAAGCAAGGTCTGCCAACTTTGGTGCTGGTACATCCGATAATTTTACCCAACTTCTAGGATCTGCACTCACAGTTGATGTTAGAGGTCTATCTTCATTTTTCATCGCTTGCAATTGACTTCTTAAGTCGTTGATCTCTCTAGCGAGCTCATCGTTTTTATTGGCTAAAGTTTTTGATATCTCCTTCCAATTATCGAGATCATATTTCAACTTATCCATTTCTCTATCCATCTCCTCATATTTTTTTAATTTAGTTGTTAGATCTCTATTTTTCTGTAATCCATCTAATACCAAACCTTTTTCTTGCATTAATTGACTTTGCAATGATCTGGATTTCTGTTTCTCTGTCTCCAATAAGGATGGCAAGTCTTGTTTGAATTTATTAACTTCTTCATATGTCTTCAAGATATTCTTTAGCTGTAAGTTTTCTCTTTCCATCTCATCATATTTCTGTAATCCATCCAATACCAAACCTTTTTCTTGCATTAATTGGCTTTGCAATGATCTGGATTTCTGTTTCTCTGCCTCTAATAAGGATGACAAGTCTTGTTTTAATTTATTAACGTCTTCATATGTCTTCAAGGTATTCTTTAACTCTAAGTTTTCTTTTTCTAGTTCACTTTCTTTATCAATAATCATAGGTGTACTATCATCGATTTCTGGTAATGTTGTAATATATTTATTTTTTACTAAGAAATCAATACATTTAATTAAAGCCATTTTTTGGAATCCGAAGACTAAGGCATCTAATGGAAGTAAAATTCCATTCATATTCTCGATATAAGCAGAGCAAATTTCTCTTAAGGTATATTTTCCTTGACCACGATAACCAGCGACTGAGTGTCTATGATCATAAAATGGTTTATCATTACGTTTAAGATCTCTACGTTTTTCGGCGACATATTGAATTAATAAATCCATATCTGGTTCTGATCCAATTTCTTCGGATAGAAGACGGGAAAGTTGTGATCTATGCAAAGCGGAAATGTTGTAAACGGTTGACATTAGTATATTATAATATATCTCTATATTAGATAATTTATAAATTTATAAATCATTTTTATATAAATTAAATTTATATGAAATTGATATTTATGTGGCAATGGCGATGGAGACAGCGTTAGATACTTGTGTACTATTAGGATTTAACTTAATACCTTTATTAACTATACCATCTAATAATAAAATACTTGCGTATATTAATAATGATATAGAGTATACTTGTAATATACTTTTAACGCTATCTATATATTTTTTATAACATATATTAACATTTATGGGTATTGGTATAAATAATGACAATATAAGAGATAAGATTATTAATATGGTAAAATTAATACTTTGAATATTCGTTCCTTGTGTGGTCCCTAACAAAACAGCTAAAAGTGCGATTTCAATATTAGTATCTGTGGATATAAGATTAGAGGTAGATTCATCATCTAAACTATTAGAATGTGCAGCAGAAATAAAAAGAAAAATGGTGGGCACTAACAAAAAACAAGCTTCAATAAAACCAAATGGAAGAGAGAGATAAATTAATAGATAAAAGACTAAAATAAACCAAATTACACCTGCTAATATAAATATAAAAGCTATATCATGCATAATTTTAAACATAAAAATAATTATTTAGAATATATTACAAAGATAGTTTATAATATTTTAAGTATACAGTATTATAATAATACTAGGGATGTCGCAACTTTAGAATTACTTGCTGAACCTGAAGTAAAACTTATCCTCTTTGCTATTATAGATTGTAATAGTAGAATAGTTCCATATATTAATAATGAAAGTGAAAATACTTGGAAGATACTTTTGATTGCACTAACATAACTTTGATAACATCTTCCTACTCTTATTGGTATTAATACAAACAAAGACAATATAAGAGAAAGAATAACTAAAATAACGAAGTTATCTCCAGATCCAATACCTAATTCTGTTCCTCCTAATAGCACAGCAAGAAGAGCAATTTCGATGTTAGTATCGGTAGCAATAAGTTCAGGGGTAGTTTCATCATCTTCTGTAGAGTTAGCAGCAGAGAGGAACAGAAAGACGGTAGGTATTATTAGGAAACAAGCTTCGATAAACCCAAAAGGAAGAGAGAGATAAATTAACAGATAGAAGACTAAAATAACCCAAATTACACCTGCTAATATAAATATAAACGCCAATCCATACATATTTTATTCTAAGGAAAAAAATCCTTTATAGAATTATGAAATTTTTATATAACAATCCAACATTATAATAAAAAAACAGCAAATTTTACTAAGATGATGAATTTTCATAAGTTATAATTGATGATACATAATTAAAATAATAGCTTTAAACATTTAAGTTTTATAATTAAATAAAATTGACTTTTATAATTTTATTTATCATTGTATATGAACACACACAATATGTCTAACATTATCTACACAAACGCTAAATCTCATTCCGCAGGATTTTGGGATAATAATATTGAAAATCACGAATGTTTACTTCATCTTAATAAGAGTAAAACTGTTAATGTTGGAGTATATCTAAATCCCACTGATAATAGGTGCTATCGTATGGTAGTCTTAGCTCAAGGAGCCGAGGATGTAAGAGGATTATTAAATAAATCTTATGAGGATCTATATAAACAAGGAGTATACGAAAAACTTTTTAAAGTGGCATCTGAGTTTATGTGTTTCTTATCAAGCAAAGGATTAATTGTTCAACTTGAAATGGCTGGAAATAATAGCCAGAAGGAGGAAAATGGTATGGTTACGGTTGGCACCAAAGAACCAAATTTTCCGCATTTACATATTATTTGCAGACAAGCAGAAAATTTTGAACTTTATGGTGTTAAATATATGGGTCCAAAAATGGGTGAATTATTTAATATGAGAGATGGTAAACAACGATATAGTCCTGAAGTTTTAAGTAAACTAGTTAAGGATCTAAAAGAAGATTATAAAACATGGAGTAATCTATAAGGTTTCGTACAAATAAAATTTAAATAATATAATTATTTACAACAATAATGTTGTAAGTAATACAATACAACTTACAATATCTTTCCTTATGTTTATTATGATGTTGTCTTGCACTTCCAACGATTATATTCTATTATATAAAATGATTATACAATGTAAATATGATACTGGTTGTAATATTCAAATTCTATATATATTTTATCCAATGAGGTGGTATACATAAACTATGACATTCTCGGTTCGCGATTTATCTTTGTCTTATGTATACCACCTCATTGGATAAAATATATATAGAATTTGAATATTACAACCAGTATCATATTTACATTGTATAATCATTTTATACCTAACTAGAGAATTTTATTCAACGCTAAAACTCAAATAAGACAATTATAACATTATACTATAATAAATTATTTTATAATATATCATAAGATAAGAAAAATATATAGAATTATGATATAATATAAGATATTGATGACAAATTATGTGGGGATAGGATTATAGTACAATAAAGAAATATTTAATTATTATATTGTTAAATATAATAATTATGGAAGACTTATGATATTAGTTGGATTAATACATATACGTTTTGATCTATAATATACCATATCACCAACATATTTTAACCAATTAATACCAAGGGAGACATTTTGTTGTAATCCAACCACATTATTGTTATTATCTAAGATAGCTAATCGATAATCATACAATGGTATATTACCTGGATTTAAATATATTTGCACTCCATTTATATCTGGACTATTTAATATCTTTAAATAATGATTAATATCAGATCCATATACTCTAATACCATCATCTATATTATTACTTCCTAATTTAGTATAGGTAATATTCTCTCCGTTTGCCCCACATTGATACAAAAATCCTTCCATTCCCGTCTGTATCCACAAATAATCCCCCTTTATTGTTGCACTTAAATGTATAGCATTACTAGGTGCCCATTCCTGCTCCACAAGTTCCCACATTCTATTATTAACTGCATCCCCAATATTAATACCAAAAACTTTACCAACATCAGGACCCATACCTAAACATATAATTTGTCCTCCAAAAACAACAAATGATGATATCACTTTATTTGTCCTTTTCTTTAAATCAGAATCTTGATTTATAGTATAACCATTGGATGATAGCATAAATCTAACAGTTCTGCTTAATCCTCCCTGATTAGTATATACTTGAATAATGTCCACAACATCATCTTGTAATATTTCATATGATATACTCAATGAGTTTCTTGATAATAATAATGGTCCTCGACAAATCTGTCCATAGCCACAATCATTATCAGATATACATTCAATATTTTTAATATTAACTACATGTTCTGGTAATGATGATACCGGTACTACTCTATTCTCAATACTTTCAGATAAAATACTTTCATAAGATATAACAGTACATATTTTAGGTCCCACAAGATCTGGTTTACATAATCTAACTCCATCTCCTATACATTCGGTATCAGAATAACATTTTTCTCCATCTTGTATCCTACAATATCCAAAATTATCTTGAACAACCCTTCTTCCATCTTCTGTCATTTCTTCACATTTCTCAACCCTCTCTCCTATTATCGCATATTTTTTCTTTATTTCCGGTAACTTTGGTGCTGGAGTGACGTTAATAAGATCAGGTAAAGAATCCTCAATTTTAGATACGGATATTTCTGGTATATTATTGGTAAAATTTATATCAGATAAAGGAGTTATATCTATCAATAATGATGAAGAAGGAGAACTTATAATATTTGATATGTTATCTAATTTGAGGATGGTGTTAGTTTGTGGAGTTGGAGTAATAGTTGTATTAACAGATTTGGGTTTTGTATAAAGATTAGAAGGGAGTTTGCGAGATTTAGTGGATGTAGTGGATGTGCTGGATGAAGTTGATGAGGTAGATGAGGTATTAGTAGTGTTAGTTGTATTTCTATTATAAAGATATATAATGACTATGATAAAGGATATAAAAATGATAGATCCTAAAATAATAATTATAATAATCCATGCGGACATTTGATTTTTTAAATAATTTATTTCTTATTGAGAGAGAAAAGGAGAACAATGAATTTATCCGAAGAGGAAATAAGAAATTTAATGAAAATAAAGATATCACAGGTTCAAATGATGTCAGATAGAGGATATCCTATACCAACATCAGAATTGAAATTATATCAACAATCTTCTGACCTAGAAAAAATAAATTTATTTGAAACAGAAATAATGTTTATGGATGGTGAGCCTATATTAGAAGATTATGAACCTGGAACCGCCGGTCGCTTCCTTATTGAAAGTTCTCAACAACCTAACGGCTTACCTCCCATCCCCATTCGCGAGACCATTCGTAAATATAAAACTCTATATGCTAATGAATTTATGGAAATGTTACGTGCCCGTTTAGGTACTAGTACTTCTCCCAATCATCCCCCTCAACAAGATTTTCGAGTTATTAAGGGTGATATGCGCAATGCCTTGAGTTATCTTTATTTTGATAATAATTATGAAAATCCTATTTTTGTATATTATACATCCATTTATCCACAAGGAAAGAATAACATTATAAAAGAAACATTATATCCACTAAGTAACCGTGTATTACAATTACGGAATGATATATTTCCGATTGTTGATGGTGGTGTAACTAGAAATATAAAATTTGATGTTAGAGATGTTGTTATTATTAGTCCCTATAACATAAATAGTAATATTTCTACTTTCCTTGATGAAAATAGATTAAGTCATACTAGTTTTACTGATGCTGAACTTAGCTATAATATCACACACAATTCTCATTCTCCTAAATATACTAAACTATCTAAAGAACAGATATCAAAATTGTCCCAATATTATGGAACTCCATTAGAAAAGTTCCCTATGATCAATGTTTCTGATCCTATTAGAAAATATTATGGTATGAAAGAAGGCGATGTCTTAATGATCGTAAGACAAAATTCAGTTCCAACTCCCGTATTCAAGGACGTCTTCTATCGTGCTTTTATCGAACAATAAATTTGCTAAAGATTATCATATTATATTATATAATATAATATAATACATTATATAACTCCAACGATAATATATAGATTGTAAAGATAAAGATAATTATATAATCTATAAAGATAAAGATAATTATATAATTATATAATCTATAAAGATAAAGATAATTATATAATTATATAATCTATAAAGATAAAGATAATTATATAATTATATAATCTATAAAGATAAAGATAATTATATAATTATATAATCTATAAAGATAAAGATAATTATATAATTATATAGTTATAGATTATATAGTTATAGATTGTAAAGATAATTATATAATTATAAATTATATAACTGTAAAGATAATTATATAATTATAAATTATATAACTGTAAAGATAATTATATAATTACAAATTATATAACTGTAAAGATAACATATAGATTGTAAAGATAATATGTATAGATTATAATAATATGGAAAATATGTAATTGGGATCCTGTATATCATATATAATATAAATAACTAATTTAGAGACGATATCATATACTCTAATTTCGTTTAATGATAATCCTAATTTTGGTAGTATATTCCATAATATAATAGGATTTATATACTGTATACTCTCCATTATTTCATATTTAAACTTCTTATTTAACTGTAATATCATATCAATATTACCAAGTCTTAATACATATATTATTAATGGTATTATATTCACTCCATCATTTTTCAATTTATTTAACATATACTCTACATATCCATAATATATACGATTCCTATATGTATATCCTATAAAATAAGATATTTTATTATCTAAATTTAAGGAGGCAAAATCTGATGATGAAATTTCTTTATTTCCATCATAAAATGAATCCTTGCCATATAAGAGATATAATATTTTTGTTATATAGAGATTTGGGAATGTACAATATAATATACTTTGATTATCTGTCAATATCCCAATATCAATATTCCTAAAATTACCGTCATATATAATATAGTCTCCAATAATTTTTACTATATCATCCTTAGGCATATTCATAATTAAGTTCTTCGTAGATTTTCCAAACTTATGCAAGCTAAAATTTTCATTATTATATTTAACTATTAATTTCTTTAATAAATTATCTGCATATCCTTCCGATATTACATCTAATACAAAATTATTACATTTCATAGTAAATGCTTGTTCCAATAATCCTTGTCTTGGATATTTGATATATATAGATTCTGGAATAGGATATACAAGAAGAGATAAAATGGATAATTGATAAAAATTCATATTATATAGGTTATCATATTGTCCATAAAAGTCATTAACTAATATTTTTAAATTATCATCATTACATATGGATACATCTTGCCTTTTTTGACAAGAACGAAATATATAATAAGGATGTATCATAACACTTATTTTATTTAGCTTATATTACTTTTTCTACCTCATCTCTAATTATGTTTCTTAACTCCCCTAACGTTAATGTTATAGTTACTCTCCTATCATCTCCTCTGTTACTTTCGATGCTTCTTACATTTGATCTATTATTATTGGATAATGAAGGCGACAAACTCTCCACACTTCTTCTATTAGATAATGAAGGAGATAAACTTCTTGAGCTTCCTCCACTACCAGATAATTGTGACCTAGGACTACCAGATCGAGGACTAAATCGTAAGGTGGCAAAAGGTGACACTAGATCGGACACTAGAGACATGGGACTGCCCCGAAAATTATCACTTCCTGGACTTTGTGCTAGGATAGGGGAGTAACTTACTGGGGATAATCTCATAGTATTGATGTCTGGTTCTGTTAACTCTTTGGTTAATAAATTGTAACTACTTCCATCTATAAAATATATAATATTTTCTCCATTAATTTCTTCACTATTTTGAACTATATCTTCTACTGTGGGAAATGATCGTATATCATCAATATCTACAATAGTAGTTTTCAATCTGGAGGCGACATCTTCTACGTCATTATTTATATCATCTATATTATCATAGAAATTAGATCTTAAAGGTATATAGAAAAAGTATCCACTTAAGGTGGATTCATAATATTGATTTATGGTGGGGGTGATATAGGATTCTAGTCCCAGGCCTTTAATTATACTTTCTATCCGTTCTAAGAAGGGTAAAATGTGGGCCATTGAGGGATAAACTTTATCGGAAACTATGTAGGAGGTACTTAGTTTAAAATCAGACATTTATTTTTATATAAATTATATTTTATGAAGAGAGTTATGAAACAAAATAAAATAAAAATAAAATAATAGGATAATGAAAAGGAAAAAGGGAAATGCAAAGTGTAAAGTGTGTAATAGTTGGCGATGGTGCTGTTGGTAAGACATCCCTTCTTATAACATACACACAGGGAACATTTCCAACTGATTATATACCCACTATTTTCGATAACTATGCCGCTAATTTGTTTTATAAGGGAGGTTATTATTCATTAGGATTATGGGACACCGCAGGCCAAGAAGAATACGATAGATTACGACCTCTTAGTTATCCTCAGACAGATATCTTCCTTCTTATTTACTCTATTGTTAATCCAAATTCATACAATAATATTAAATATAAATGGTATCCGGAATTAACTCATTATTGTCCTGCAACACCAATCCTATTAGTTGGTAACAAAGAAGATTTGAGAGAAGATGTTGATTCCATAGAAAGACTAAAAACTAGAGGACATGTTCCTGTAACTTATGAACAAGGTTTATCTTTATCTAAGGACATTAATGCTAGTGGATTTTATGAAGTTTCTGCTGTAACTAGAAAAAATCTTTCTTTAATTTTTGAGAAATGTATTGATATATATACAGAGAAACATGTCGCCACTAGACCTAAAAAGAATAAATCTAATAGACGCTGTATTATACTATGAATATAAATTAAACTATTATATAATATTATATAATACTTTACAATTATGTTTTATACTTTATGTACTTTATATTATAATTATGTTTTATACTTTATATACTTTATAATTTTAATTATGTTTTATACTTTATATACTTTATATTATAATTATGTTTTATACTTTATATACTTTATAATTTTAATTACAATAATACTCCATATTATAATTATGTTTTATACTTTACATAATTATAATAGCAAGTTATATAATGGCATTGATTTTACGATGGTAATTGTTATCATTTTTATTTTCATGGGTGATACCCTATCAACGACTGCACGACAAAAATAACACAGGATCTATTTAAATCATTGAAGGTATTAATAGTAATATGTATACCATAACTTAATATCTTATATATGAGAAGATAGATTTACTCTGTATAATAAGATCTATAATTTTATTAGTTTAAATGAATTTTACGATATTTTTGTCGTGCAGTCGTTGATAGGGTATCACCCATGAAAATAAAAATGATAACAATTGTCACCGTAAAGTCAATGCCATTATATAATCATATGTAATTATGTAACTATAATGTATGTAAATATTGTAATCTATATTATCTGTGCAATTCTATATAATCTATACTATCTATACTATCTATATAATTATATAATCTATCCTAACTTTATTATATAATATATCTAATAAGATAATTATATAACTTATACTATCTATATAATTATAACAATAATTATATAACTTACACTATCTTTATTATTTACAATCTCTAATAAGATAATTATATAACCTATATTATCTATCATAACTTTATTATATATACTATCTATATAACTATAACAATAATTATATTATCTATCATAACTTTATTATTTACAATCTCTAATAAGATAATTATCAATGTTACTCATACATTGACATTGATGATGATGCATTAAAAAATCTCGTGCTTCGCCTCTTTCTTTCCTCTAATATCTCTGATATTCCGAAAGGTACACTAACACATATTACTACACACCCAAATACTATCATTAATATAGCAACTCCAGTCATTGGAAATGTATGGACATCACATTTTGCATAACTATAACAATCAAGTCTTGTCTTATATATCCTACTCCAATAGTTTCCACAATCATATCCTGCATCAACTCCAAATGATAACGTCCAATTTATACTTGAACATCCTTCTACATCTAATTTAACTACATATTCTAAATAAAAATTTGATCCTCGTATTTCCTCATGACAATCCATCATTGAATTTATAACACAAACTTCATCCTTAGGGGTTAATAAAAAGATTCCAGCACCCAATATACAACATCCCAAAAATATCGCTATACTACTTAATACGATTCCTCTCATTGTAAAATGATCTTTTCTGTACTATTATTTTTCTTTTAAGGTCAGTTTTGGTTGGGAAGATTTTAGTTTTATGGCGTTCATAATTATAGTCTTAGATGGAAGTGTAATATTACTTAATTGTTTTCCTGTTGCCCTTACAAAGACACAATAGTATCCTTCCGAAGATAAATTGTATGATATTAATATATCCTCTTTATCTAATAATTTAACTATATCATCAATATATGTTTCGGAGCACGATAACGTAAATAAAAATAATTGATCTTCATTATATTTTTTATTTATAATCTCTCCCTGTACATTACCCATATTTTAATAATATTAAAATATTGTATAGTATGATCCCTAATTAACTTTTAGATATAAAATTGTTGGATCATGATTACTTGATAGATCATCACAATAACTTTCTGCGTTTTCTAACTTGTGGAAAACACATATCTTATCTTCTCCACCTCCATATTCCTCATCAGTAACCACAACATATACCTCATCTCCAACATTCACGTTTATTTCTTCCTCCTCTTCGTCATCTTCATCCTCATCTTCTTCCTCCTCATCGTCATCACCCAATGCTCTTTCATATTTTCCCTTCACAGACGACGATACCACCATTCCATCCTCTAATTCAAGTTCATGATCTTCCAGGTGTAGTTTTGCCTTCTTTCTGGAAAGAAATACACATACCTTATCGTCGTTTCCTGCATATTCTTCATTACTTATAACCAGATATAATTTCATCTTGTCCGTCTCTTCACCTCTTTTGTTTCCTCTTCAATCTTTAAACCATAATCATTTTTTCCTATCTTACATCCCATTTTCTCCTTCTCATACTTATTTCTATATTATTTCCTTCTAAACATCCTTACTATCTCGTCTATCTTTCTTCTTACATAATAGTATCATGGACCGTTAGCTTTCTATTTCATCCTTTATAATTTCTTTTCATTCTTTTAATACTTTGTAACTTACCCTTAAATTCCTTAAAGCGATAATTTTAAAATTATAAATATAGAATACAATAAAGGATATGGGAATTATATATAAAAAATTAAGAAAATAAAAAGATGAAGAGATTATCATGGGAATATGGGGATAAGAGAAGAATATGGATTAATGGAAATGGATAATAATGACATAAAAATAAAAAAAATTGGGAAAAGAGAGATGAATGGTGAGGGTTTAGTAATACTAGCAACCAATTGATTCCCTCTTTTCTTATCTGTGATGAGAAAAGAGCGAGAAGAGAATTTAGTGGCTAGTATAAAATGAATAGTGATAAAGTATTTTTATATATTGATATTAATGGAACTATTACCAACACCGATTTTAAGAAAAAGAACAAGAACCAAGATGATATTATTGATGAATGTATAGCAAAAAATATTCACTGTAAAAATGGTCAATTTTGTCTAAGAATGGGAAGAAAAAATAGTTATTATGACTACGTAAAGAAGAAATGTCCTAAGATCTATAAGAAGCTAGTAAAGGAAGTTAGATTATCATTTCCAGGTACACAACGATTTGTTCAACCATTAATAGATGCATCAAATTATGATGTCTTTCCCTCCTTTGAAAAGTTATTATTATATTGTTTAAAGCAAGGTAATACAAAAATTATATTTAGAACCTTTGGAAAAGACAGAGAAGCTATTGCCGATGTTCTATCCAAAAGATATGGTATGAAATTCGTACACTTATATGGAAAATGGAATGATGGTGTATATAATTTTTATTCTAATGATGAGATCATCAATATATCAAAATATTTAAAGGATTTAGATGACGAAACTCACGTTTTTGTTCAAGATAGTTATATAAATAAACGTAATAATGATAACAGTTTACAATATAAGCCATCAACAAGTATTAATGTAGCTGGAGGTGTTAGAGTTTGGAATAGACCAACCTTCATCAAACCCGCAGAAATGAAGCATATTAAAATAGAAAGAGGAGGAGAATGTATGTTTGGTAAGTTAATTCCTAGTTGCGAAGGAGTTAAACAATTCTGTTTCGATGATCATAAATGTATGTATACTTTAGATACTAACACAAGAATTTTTGTAGTTAATACTATTCTAGCTGCGACAGATCCCAATTATTACCTAAGACTTATGGGTATTAATATGGAGGAACACATAGAAAGCTAAATTATCACTTCCACAAAACAATTCTATAATACAATTATAGAATTTTATAATACTTTCCTAACTTTATAATTATCTTACAATTTATAACTTTATAATTATCGTTATAGATTATACTTTATACCCCATAGATTATATAATTATCCTTATAGATTATACTTTATACCCCATAGATTATATAATTATCCTTATAGATTATACTTTATACCCCATAGATTATATAATTATCCTTATAGATTATACTTTATACCCATAGATTATATAATTATCCTTATAGATTATACTTTATACCCCATAGATTATATAATTATCCTTATAGATTATATAAAGAACTTTATGATTATATAACTTTATAATAACTTTATGATTATATATAACTTTATAATAACTTTATGATTATATAACTTTATAATTATATAACTTTATTATCTTATATAACTTTATTATCTTATATAACTTTATGATTATATATAACCGACTATGTATAAATGCGATGATGTATAAGATGCAGATATTCCGTATATTCCATCTATTAACACAGGTTGAATGCTGTCAACTCCTAAAATATATATTCTATCAGACTTTGTAATAATTACAGAAATATCGTCACAACATACTATATTTTCTATATTATCATTTATGGAGGTTATTAACGATGGAATTTTTATCCTTTCTATATTATCCTTTATATTGTCGTCGGCGTTGGATACCAACGCTGCAACTTTTACATCTATAGTATTGTATATTCCCAGTAAGCCTTTGTTATTACTACCCATCCCATATAATTCTCTATTTTCATCCAATATTAAAGTATTTGATCTACCAATACTTAATTCTTGTACCTTCATAGTCATTATATATTCTGGTTCCATTCTTGCATATGTATCTCCAAACCCTAACTGTCCGTAATAATTTATTCCAAACCCATACAGATTATTATTCATATCAACTACTATAGATGATTGATGTTCTGTTCGTATCATTTTATACTTCATATCACTAATTAGTGATGGTTTGGGTACTCTATTATATTTACCCAATCCAAGTTCACCTGAGTTACATCTCTTTCCATAACTATAAACATTCCCCTCCATATCTAAAATTAAAACATTACACATTCCAGCAGAAACACCTCTTCCCTTTATATTTGGAATTTGCGTCCATCTCCACATATTTCTCGATTTATCTTTTATATTTCTATCCAAGAAAAGATTAATATTTCCACATATATATACATCATTATTCATATCAATAAAAATAGAAAATCCATCACCAACTGCAACATCTATTACCTTCTTATCTGTAACTAAAGTTGGATTATCACCCACATCTTCCATAATTTCTGGATCCATTCCTAGTTGACCCATATTATTACTTCCCATTCCGTATAAATTATTATGAACATCTATAAACAACATACCATTGGATCTATAATTTGTCACTATCTTCCTAACTAGATAATTCCCTATTTTTTCATATGAAATATTCTCTTTTCCTATATTCTCTTTGGAAATTTTATATAGGAAACCAACCCCAGAATATTTATAATATAATTTCTTCCAATTTATATTATCATGTTCATCTATTGCTCCATAATTTCTTATAAACTTACTTCTCCAAAAATTATTATTATTACATATCGTATCTCTAAATTTGGAAGATGAACTACAATATTGTTCTATTTCTGATAATGTTAAATATTCAGATATATCAAGTATTATATCTGTTGGTAATATGTCAATATTTTTATACATATTATCATTCATATAATAGTCCATAGTTTTGTTTGTTGTATATAATTATTTAAATAAAATGATTATAATATTTTAAAAATCATAAAGTATAAGAAGAATAACATGAATACTTATAATCTAATAACTCGCAACTTACAGGAAGTCGTCGGTAATGATGAATTACTTAAGAAGATAGATAATGGAGAAGATATTAAAGTATACTGGGGAACTGCTATTACTGGTAATCCACATCTTGGATACTTTGTTCCTATTCTAAAAATTGCAGATTTGTTAAATGCAGGATGTAAGGTTACTATCCTTCTTGCTGATCTACATGGATATCTAGACAACTTAAAGACTGATTGGGATTTATTATCTTTAAGAATTGAATGGTATGAATTAATAATTAAAGAAATGTTGAAACGAGTTGGGGTAAGTTTAGAAAATTTAAAATTTGTAACAGGTAGTACCTTCCAACTTAGCAAAGAATATACTCTTGATATGTATAAATTATCAGCCCTAGTAACCACGACAGCTATGCAACATGCTAGTGCAGAAGTAGTAAAGCAAAGCAAAAATCCATTGTTAAGTGGATTATTATATCCTATTCTACAAGCTTTAGATGAAAAATATTTAGGGGTTAATGTACAATTGGGTGGGATAGATCAAAGAAAAATTTTTATGTTTGCTAGAGAAATATTATCTGAGGTCGATTATCCAAAATCCATACATCTTATGAATCCTTTAGTTCCTGGATTAGGGAAACCAGTTAAAGGAAATAAAGGAAAGAATGAGGGGAATGATATAGAAGGAAAGATGTCATCTAGTGATAAGAATTCTAAGATTGATTTTAGTGATAGTGATGAAGTTATTAAAGATAAAATGAAGAAGGCATATTCGGTAGATGGGCAAGTGGAAGGTAATTGTTTGATGAGCATGTGTAAGTTAATATTATTCCCATTCTTGGAATTAGAAGGGAGGAAGTTTGTTGTGGAAAGAGAAGAGAAATATGGAGGCGATGTGCATTTTGATAACTATAATTCTATTGAGGAGACATTTGGAAAGAAGGAATTAGCATCGATGGATTTAAAGGTTGCTATTGCTAAAGAAATCATTAAATTAGTTAATCCCATAAGAAAAATTGTGAATGATAATGTAGAACTAATGAAATCGGCATACCCAACAGAGAAAAACTAAGTAATCTTAAGATTATAATTATATTCATATATAATTATATACTCTAAGCATTTTTTATAATCTATAAATTTAGATTATATTATAATTTTATCTTACAAGATTATATTATAACTTTATCTTGTAAGATTATAAATAACTTTATCTTATAACTTTATCTTGTAAGATTATAAATAACTTTATCTTATAACTTTATCTTGTAAGATTATAAATAACTTTATCTTATAACTTTATAATTTCTTATAAATGATAAAAGTAAAAATATTCGAATAAAATGATATTAAGACTATAGGTATTTTTATATATAATAATGATTTCATGTGTAGGAACACATGGAACATTTACTCATATACTTTACTCTTATATAGTAAAGAATAGTATAGATGTCAATGTTTATATAATTTTATTATTTATAAAATAATACAAAATTCTCATTGTATACCTATACATGGAATCATTATTATACACAAAAATACCTATAATCTTAATATAATTTTGTTCTATTATTTTTACTTTTATCATTTATAAGAAATTATAAAGTTATCTTATATAAAATAATCTTATATAAGATAATATAAGATATAATTAGTTAGTTTCTGTACAAATTTGTGGAATCTTACTTGGATCACTAGGATCATAAGCATTACAGAATGTTTCATCCGGTTGACATGTCGGATTTACTGTTCCGTCTGGTAATAGAAAACATTGATTTAATAGGTTATACACCTGCTGCGACCTATTAATCGTCTCTCCACTTGGATTACTACATGTCCAATTATTCCAGCATTGAGGACTCGGATATACTATACATCCATTATATCTAACATAAATATATACTAAAACTATAGATGCTATAAAAATAAATAATATTAATGTTAAGGCAATATAACCAGAAGCGTTACCCATCTTTTTATTTTGTTAAAACAAAAATGTCCGCACCCAGACCCTCCTACTCTCAAATTTCTAATATATTAGATAGAGAACCCCTACCTGAGGATCCCCTTGCCGCTAAAGAATTAAATCAAATTTCTAGAACCCAATTAGCCACAGGAAGTAGCTTAGGTGCTGATGATATCCTCCTCGGCGATATGAATAAAATATATTGGGATATGAGATATCCTATTGAAAATGCAAAGCTATATTTATTCGGAAATTATTATCCTATCACCAACGACATGTGGAATTACTTTAAATCCATTACTATTCCTACTTTTAGAAGCATAACCATCGTATATCCTGGGAATAATAATGTGGATATAATTCCATATACATCACCGAAGGACATCAGTGTTTATGATATTTTAATCACCATTGATGATTGGGCAAAAAATAGACAATTTATGGAACCAACAGAATTTGCTGGTTTTGTTAAATTAGGCAATCAATATATAGTAAAGATTAATTATGGATCCGATCAATATTTGGTTGATGCCGATCTAGATATCTTAGAGCAGCTTGGAGAACAGTCCTTATATTTGTCTTAATCTTTATTCTTATTTTTTTCTTCAGATATTGATTTCCAATAATTATCCCAATTTACACTAACTATTCCATTTTCATCTATACCACTATTTCTGTTTAACTCATCTAAGTATTCCGTCCATGTTATTCTATCCTTACCTAGTTTATCTAACTCTCTAACATATTCTATCCAATCCAATTTATCCTCCATATAATTTTATTATCCACAAATAAATTTTTATTCATATAATTTATTTTTATCCAATATAAGATATAATTTTAATATCTTATATAATCTACCATCTATTAATTTGGAAAAACTAGAAATTTAAAACTATCCATATCAATCGTAATGTTTGGTTTCATATATTCAACATCACCTAAACTATCTTCTTCGGATGTATAGAGTGAGGAAATATCTATTAATTTTTTATAATCTTCCCAATTAATTTTCATGATCCCATCATTATTTATTTTATATTCCATATTGTTATCTTGTAAATGTTGTATCAAAGATTTTTTATGATCTTCCCAATTGGTTTCCGTAATCCCATAATTATTTTCTTGTAAATATTGTATCAAAGATTTATTATCTGTCATTTTATATATTCGAGATAATAATATTATAATCAATTTATAATATCAATTGTTATATGAGAATATCTAGAGGATATATATTTATAGTCCTCAGAAAAACTTCCGGTCTTTCTTAAAATTATATTTATATTCTGTTTATTGTGTCGCACATTATAACATGAAGCCAAACTTAATATAGATAAAACAATCCTATCATAATATTCCTCCATACTTTCATTATCCATTTTTGGATTTGTTACACTTATTTTACTCATAAATAATCCCATATTTTAATCTTATTAAATTTAATATTATAATCAGTTTATATTTAATGACAATAGATAACACTTACATATATAATTCCTATAATTATTATAATAAATAAAATATCGCATGATATGTTATTATTTCTGATTATAAATATAAGATATTTATAGAAAACTTTCCCTTACTTATTTTATAAATAATAAATAATATATAACAAATATTATTAATTAATGATATCTATTATGATAATATAATTTATTTGTCACCAAACATAATTGTAATATGTAAATGAATTATAATGTATGATAATAAATAATAAATAATAAAAATAGAAATTAAATGAAAGGATATTAAAAATATGGAATAATAAAATGAAAGGCGCGATCATCTGCACGTTCTTACTTATAAGTTATGTAACTTCATCATGTATTGATATAGAAAATCTGATATATAGAACGCATGATGGAAGTTGTAATAATTTATTATTTAATACAAGAGGAAAAGTCAATAATCCTTTTCTTCGATTACAAGAAAAAAGTACCTCTTCAGATGTGAATGCAAGATTGATATCGAATAACATAGCTGCAACTAGAGAATCATTAAAGAATGGAAAAGGAGTTAATACCTTAGAGTTCATGTTTGGTCAATTTATTAATCATGATGTACAATCGACAACTAGATCACCGGCGCCATTATTTATTTCGCTTCCAGAAGGAGATATGCTATCATTCCTTCCTGGAACACCATCAATAAATAATCAATCATATATAATAGTAAATGATACTATTAAAGTAAATGGAGAAGTTATTAATGGAGCAACCTCTTGGTTAGACTTATCTTCAATATATGGAAATAATGAAAATGCTGGAAGAGTATTAAGAGCAAATGATGGAACATTAAAGACAAGTTCCCAATGGGCTTGTAGTTTCCCACCACCATTCTTTAGTCAATTACCATGTAATGTAAATGATAGAGTAACCTTTGATAATCTACCTCCCAGTATATTACAAGTTCCAGAATTAGGAAATCCGGATATTAATTTTCCTCCTAGACCAGATGGAAGTGGAGTGATGAATTCTGGAGATTTTCGAGTAAATGGAAATGTTGCTCTTGCTCTCCTACATACACTTTTCATTCGTGAGCATAATAGATTAGTTACAAATCTTAAAACTTCTCATCCTACTTGGAATGCAGATACCTTATATGAAGTTGCTAGAAAGATTAACATTGCCCAATATCAAAATATTGTCTTTTATGAATATCTACCAACTATTATGCCACAAATAACAAATTCCCAATTAAGATATACTGGATATAATCCATTAGTTAATGCAGATACAAGTTATGATTTTGATGGAGTAGCATTTAGATATGGTCATACTGCATTTGACTCATACCAAGCACGTAATTTATATAATGAAACCTTTGTAGTTGTCCCAGATTGGTATCTTCAATTTGTTAATCCATATCAAGATCCAACCAAATTTGTCTTTGCTGGAACATCAGGACCCGAACCATTCTTAATACCAGATGTTTTATCAGCGGCCAGAACCATGGAGAACGTTTGGTATTCATTAATTTATAATGAAGGAGGAAAGATAGATACATTAGTAGTTGATGATTTAAGGAACTTAGGAGCTGGCTTCTTCCCGATTGATTTATTTGCGGTCGATATAGTTAGAGCTCGTATTGCCAACATATCTAATTATGTCCAATTGAGAAACAAATGGTATTCCAAGGTTCCTGCTAATAATAAGATATATGGTAAAGTAGGATGTCCACAATCCTTATATAGTAGTGTGCAAGATGATCCGGTTGCATGTTTCTCCTTTATAACAAGCAATATGGAATTGGCTGAGAAGTTGAAGAGCGTGTATGGAAAGGTTAAGTATGTGGATGCAGTAGTGGGTGCACTTGCTGAGGATATTCCAAATAATTATTTCTTACCACCAACGATATCGAATATTATATATGATGAGTATAATAGGAAGAGAGTAGGAGATAGATTTTGGTTTGAATTATATCCAGATTTGGTTGTCTCTAAGATTAGGAATAGAAAGTTCAAAGATTTATTAGTTGATAACTTTGACATTCCTAATAACTTCCCCTTTAAGAATTCTAATGCATTCCTAGTTCCCGAGGTTGCATACTATGAACATTGAAGACGTTTATATACATTATAATTTTTATAATCTATTATATAATAGATTATAGATGCTATTATCTTTATATAATCATGAATGACAAGTGCATATCATGGTGTTCGAACCCATACAAGCCTTGCTATCATAAATAGCAAGTTTATAATTTATAGATTATATAATTATTTATATATAATAGTTTATAGATTATATAAATAATTATATAATAGATTATAGATTATATAATTATTTATATATAATAATATTTATCTTATGAATATAAATAATTATATAATAGATTATAGATTATATAATTATTTATATATAATAATATATATCTTATGAATATAAATAATTATATAATAGATTATAGATTATATAATTATTTATATATAATAATATTTATCTTATGAATATAAATAATTATATAATAGATTATAGATTATATAATTATTTATATATAATAATATTTATCTTATGAATATAAATAATTATATAATAGATTATAGATTATATAATTATTTATATATAATAATATATATCTTATGAATATAAATTTATATTAATATCATTTTATTTCATTTTATAACTTTATAATTACACATAAGTTTAAATGATAACATAAATGGTATTGGTAATATGTACCAATTTGTATATAAATTTGTCTTGATGGGATGATACACATAAAAAATGGAAGAATTTATAATCTATGATATAACAAATATATTATTAATACTAGTATCTAAAATGTAATTTAATATATCCAATGTTTATGTCATTTTGTTCATGTGTACCATCCCATCAAGACAAATTTATATACAAATTGGTACATATTACCAATACAATTTATGTGTAATTATGAGATATTGTGGTGACTTCGTAAACTATTTTGTAAATTATTCTTGTAGTTATATAATTATGTTGTAGAGTATAATCATTTCATATTTATAAGTATATTATATATAATACGAAAATAAAATATGAAAAGATAATATAATTTAACATAACTAATATTGATCTTATTTCGTCCATGTGTACCAATCCATGTTTTATAATTATTATATAGTAATTATAAGTACTAACCTCTATATCTAAAATTTATCTTCTATATTTTATATTATTCTTTTAAGCGATTACAAAATTTATAATTTTTCCGATTTAGCGAAGTTGTATAATGTATAGTTTATAAATTTTTTATTATATATAATTATGGAATTGGAAATTATAAATTTTACATTACATTAAAATGATAATATAAAATGGAGAAGATGAATTTTAGATATAGAGGTTAGTACTTATAATTACTATATAATAATTATAAAACATGGGTGGTATGCATCGGACAAAAATAATGGTAACTAACCTCCATAATATTGGTATAGTTTTTATAATAAAAGTTATAATATGTTATTGATTACTATAAATTAATGGAGGTAAAATATTATGTATACTCTTAATTTTCTTATATGGAATTCTAATCATTCTTATCTTATTCCTAAGACACCAACTATTCTTTATCTCATCATGTAAAACCGTTAATTTGAAGGCAGTTTCTCCTCCAAAGTATTGTACTGGACGATCGTGTTGTGAACCATCAAATTCTATCATAATATTTAAATCTGGAAGATAAAAATCAAAATATAACAATGATTTATCTTTACATGTAGGATGTGAATATTGTCTAATGAAATTAATTCCCATACTTTTTAACTTATTGGCAATTCTAAGTTCCCCTTCATAATCTTTTTGAGTTTTAATCCATTGTATCTCTTTCCTAAATAATCCTATATCATAATTTCTTATATAATAATAATCTCCTTTCTTTTCTAGAATCCCATCTTCTACCATCTTCATTAATAGAGTCCATATTATCCAATGTTTATGTCCTTCTTTACCACTTTCATTATTCTTAGAAGCATATAACCAATGTAAACCTAATACTTTAGATATTTCCGCGTTTTTACCTTTTCCTTTATCTTTTATATATTTTAATATTGATTTAACAATAATAGATAATTTAATTTGAAATGCTTCATATAATTCTTCATTACTTCTATTATCGCTTATCTCATAATTATCTATTAGTCTAATGTTATTCATTTCTTTACTATTGATGTTGACATCAACGAAGATAAGAGTTTTAATAATCCAATCTGGATGATTATATGTGCCTTTCTTCTCATTCCAAGTAGGATAGGAACATCCAAAGTAATGGGATATAAAGGTATTATTTACCATTCCTTTATATCTAAAGATACAAATATGAATTAATTCTTGTAATTCCTTAACTATATTATACATTTATTCTGTTAGAGGATATATTATATAATCAATTTAATATTATACAAATAATTATATATAAATTTATATACATAATAAACGTACTAATATATATAGGTGATTTATAGAATTATATGTGATATTTTGGGTTTCTTCGTTTGTACCATCTCATCAAGTAAATTATATACATTAATTAATGTATACACCTAATACCATATTTCTTTTTTCCCTATCTTTTAACCAATGTATTATAAATATAATATTTATAATAATGTAGTATTAAAACTAATAATATATTATTATAAATATTATATTTATAATATTTTATATAGTATCTAGTATATAATAATGTAATATAATCATAATTATATTACATCATAATTCCTACAATCTGTATGCACAGTTATAATGTATATATATTATAATAAATTTATATTATATTATATAATATATATAATAGAAAATGAGAATGACAATAGACAAAAAAAATAATATAACATAATATATGTTATAGAATATGATACTAACCTCTATGCTTAGATCACCATAATGATAATCTAAGACATGACATCACTAACTTTATTCCAATCTCAACATGAGGAAGATGGATTTCCGTTCGACCTCGACATAATGTTGTCCTCGATTTCATTTCGACCTCAACATTCTCTTGTCCTCGATTTCATTTCGACCTCAACATTCTCTTGTCCTCGATTTCATTTCGACCTCAACATTCTCTTGTCCTCGATTTCATCTCGACCTCAACATTCTCTTGTCCTCGATTTCATCTCGACCTCAACATTCTCTTGTCCTCGATTTCATCTCGACCTCAACATTCTCTTGTCCTCGATTTCATCTCGACCTCAACATTATGTTGTCTTCGAATTTCGTTTTATGTTAACATAATGTTGTCCTCGATTTCATCTTGACCTCAACATTATGTTGTCTTCGAATTTCGTTTTATGTTAACGTTGTGTCGTCCTCAATTTCACCTCGACCTCTACATAATGTTGTCCTTGATTTCATTTCGACCTCAACATTATGTTGTCTTTGATTTTATCTCGACCTCAACATAATGTTGTCCTTGATTTCATTTCGACCTCAACATTATGTTGTCTTTGATTTTATCTCGACCTCAACATAATGTTGTTATTAGATTCCAATTACATCTCAACATTGTCCTGTCTTATCGGGTTTCTTCTATTTGGATCTTATGTTACCTTCATTCTTTTTACCTCGACATTATGTTGTTCTAGACTTCGTGGTTGTATTATTGTTTTTATTTTTTATACCTCCTCCATGTAGAGCACAGTATCCCCAATATATCTAAAATTTTATGCTTAGCTAATGGTATGATTAAATATTATTTGTGCTATGCAAATACAAGATTTTGCAATGTGATGATATGGTATAATGGAAAATTAAGGATATGACGTTTTATCCTAATATGATTAATTTTTACTATTTATTTTTATACGAACTATTATGTACTATAAAATACATATAAAACTTAGAAGCCAACATAAATATTGTGCTCCTTCTATTTATAGAAATTTTTTCTTTTAAGTTTATTTTCATTTTCGTTTTCATCGATACATTAAGTAAAATCATTATATACATAATATACTAAGATATATAACATATAATTAGAAAATAATTAGAATGTATAATTAAAGGTGTGAATAATAGTAGTATTTTATTTATTTCACACAACTAATTATAACAGAATATGGAGAATAGAGAAATGATATAAATGATAAACGAAATGAAAATATGATATTGATGTTATGCATACGAATTATTATTATTTTGGATTGATGTGTAGGTATACATGACAAGCTTATTCTCATTTTTATAATTATTATATCATAATTATACCCATAATTATCATCTTTATTTAACTTTCATTCCATTTATCCTGTATATCATTTATTCTTTCTTTGTGGTGTGGATTTCCTAATCTTCTATTAAGTAGGTTGTTCATCTTACAATATTAACATAGGGACAAATTTATTATTATAAATATAATTGTATATAATATAATGTACTTCTACAAAGTTGTCATGGTAAAATGATGTGTATATAGTTACTATAGAGTAAACAAAGAGATGTAAATAAAGATTAAAGTATTGTAAATCGTTTAGGAAGTGATTAGAAAGTATTGTTTAGCTGTGACGTCCAGTCAGAATGTATAGAAATATGTGTAAACCTTGTCTATGGCTAAGTGGAGAGCATCCCAGTATCGTGACGTCCGATTGAAGGGGTTTTACTTATTTTTCTTTCTTCTGTTAATCTTCATAACAGTTCTTATGTATCTCTTATATACAAAACCCAATTTCTTTTATTGACACACATTGCACTATTACCTGCTGTTTTCTATATTTTTTTACGTTCACTTTCGATCTTTAATTTATAATATTTTTACGGAAAACAGGGAGAGTGTGTCCATATATTTTTATATTTATATCAAATCTCTGTGTCCATATATTTTCGTATTTATTTCAAATTTTTCTTCTATTATAATTGCAATTATATACATTTCATGAAATGTCTATGTTATATAATCTTATATCCAACTAAGTTAAGTTATATGTATTTGTTATTCTATCCATTATAAAATCATTCTTTAATTTTATATAATTATAAAATCAAAAAAATATGATATTAGTAATATGATAGTAAATGCATATATATTTCATTTCATCTATAGTAACACATGAACGATTTCACATAAAATTTTATGTGAAATCATTAACTATGGGTTATTGACTTCTATATTCAAAACTACCTTCTCTTATTGATTTATTTCTTTAAATAGTTATAATTTTTATCTTTATGAGATTATATAATATATAGTTATAAAATTTTTTATAATATATAATTTTTAAGTTGGAAGTTATAAATTTTTTTATAACTCCTTAAATAAATAAATCAATAAGAGAAGGTAGTTTTGAATATAGAAGTCAATAACCCATAGTTAATGATTTCACATAAAATTTTTCATTAGGTAGTATATATTTACTATCATATTACTAGTCCCATAGTCTCTTTGATTTTATAATTATATAAAATTATGAAAGCACCTATAAGATGTTATAATATAAATATAACATACATTATATTATATTTAATCTATCTTTTCAATTCTTAAGCTACTACTATATTCTTCTCTAGGGAATATACTATAATCAATAACTGTAAATCCACCAACTACATAAGTATTCTTTGGAATTTTAATTTCCACTATTATATCCGTAGCAGTAGCATTATTTCCTACGCTTCTAAGATATATATCAACCTTAACATCCCCACACTTTGGGCGAAAGTTTTTCTCTTTAGGTATTCCGTAATATGGATATCTCTTATTATACCATGTACTATCGGTAGTAATGTTATGATTAAAATTAAATGGTAACGCAGAATTAATATCGTTGGTAATAGCACCATTACCATTTGGAGATAAATTAAATATTTGACTATTGAATAAAATACTGTAGAAATTCACATCAGTTCCCACTATTACAACTGGTATTCTATATTTTAAATTTGATTTAGTAGCGAAATTAGTAAAGGTTCTATATCTTGTTGCATCATTAAGATCTTCTCTTATATTATCTTGGCCGTCTGGATTCATTTTATTATAAGTATAATAAAATATAATTTATAGATATCATTGCTTATACAGTTGTAAATTCGACAGAAAGGAAGTTAAATCTTCTGATACCTCCAATATTTGCATTAATTGAGACGTAGTGAACATTCCATTATATACGCTTAAATCCACATTACATTCTACATCTAAATATAATTTTATAACATCATGTATCATCTTAGTAGAGGCTTTCTTAAATTCCACTTTGCAATCTATTCTACCTGGCCTAATAAGAGCAGGATCTATATTATTAATATAATTAGTGGTCATTATAATAACACATTTATGCAAATATTCATACGCATCTAGAATTCGGAGCAGTGTTTTAATAGTAACACCATCGTCCTTATCATTTCCTTCTCTCTTATATCTTTGTAAATCTACTTCTTCTAACACTAATAAAGTTCCTTCTAAATTCTTTATAATACCCTCTATATCGATATCCCTAACTTTATCCAGACTTATGTTATGTATGTCCATCTTCATATAATTAGCAATTGCATAAATAGTTGATGATTTACCACACCCAGGAATTCCATAAAATAAAAAGGCACATTTTATAGGCTTTCCAATTTTCCTATAATAAGTTTCATCATTCAAAGAGTCCAATTTGTGAATAATATTATTTCTTATAACCTCATCCATGATAACATTATCAAAAGTTTTAGTGACATAAAGTTTTCCTATTGACCATACAGGACTGGAATTGAAATTATGCATATTATATATGTTTGGGCACACAAATTTTTCTTTTTTCTTATCTAACTGCACCTTGTAATTAGAATATTCATCATAACAATGTTGCAAAAATTTCTTCAAGATGTCTATTGACTTACCTTCTAAGATACAAATATATTCCGTGTATTGACCATCCTTTTCTGATAATTTTTCATATCTTGATGTAATAGTATTACCAAAATATATTATTTTTTGTTCAAAGTTTACGTCTATACTAGAATGTATTTCTATATCATATCTTTCTTTGCCTGGTAGGGGAATTGGTTTAGAAAAATATTTATTGCATTTAGAATTACTAGCAAAATACCAGGTAACTTGTGTATATTCCTTCACTTCTAACTTTACCTTTATATCTTGATCTTTGTTATTTAGTTCCAGTTTATTATATTTTTCTTTATAATATGTTATTATTTTCAATATAAAATCCTTTAACAATTTTTCTATTTTAGGAAAGAAATTATTAATTATAAATAATAAAATAGTTTTGAATGATATATTTCCTTCCTTATATATCAACAATGGAATTAATTGTGATATAGTATTAAAGTTAAAAATTACGTTATTATCCATAAGTATTTTATTTAATACATATATTATATATATATTAATCATTTTTACATAACCTATATTATTTATATAATCATTATTGTCATTACTATAAAACAATAATATTAATATGATTCCACCTTCTTATATTTATATCATTTTGTAACCAAATATAATATAATAATTATAAAATACTAATAATTATTATTGAGTTATTTGGAAATGATCCCAAGGTATAATTAAATGTTTTATTAGATATAACATCTATAATAATATTATACTAAAAATTTATTTTGATGGGATTGTATACATTAAGAAAATTACATTTAGTAAAATTATATATGTTAGTACTTTCATTATGTTTAGTTTATAAGTACCATCCCTACAATTAATATCATTGTATTGTAAATTTGATACAAATATAACATTTTATATAGTATTAATATCTAGTATATTACATTGTAATATAGTTATTATTATATTACATTGCCATTTATACAATCAGTGTGAGTAGTTCTATTATATATTATATATTATATATAATAATAATTTTTATAATATATATATAATAAGAAAGTATAATATGAAGAGACAAAAAAATATTATAACATAATATATGTTATATAACAAAAGGATACCAATTGCATGATATAATATACAGTTATTATATTATGACTCGATTGTGACAATACTGTCTAACGCTCGACATTGTGTTGTCATCGATTTCATCTTGACCTCAACATTGTGTTGTCCTCGATCTCATCTTGACCTCAACATAATGTTGTTCTCGATTTCATCTTGACCTCAACATAATATTGTCCTCGATTCCATCTCAACCTTGACATTATGTTGTCCTCCATCTTACCTCGACATCAACATTATCTTCCCTTGATTTCATCTTGACCTAATATTGTCCTCGATTTCATCTTGACCTCAACATTGTTCTCTATTCGATTTCACATTTACATCGACATTATCCTCTCTTAGGTTTCATCTTGACATTAACTCTGTACTGTCTTAGATTTCACTTTACCTTGATCCTATTTTGCCATTAACATCAATCCTCTCTACATCAACACAGTGTTGTTTTTGATTTCATCTCGACCTAGACGTTATGTTATTTTGATCCCAACATCATATTGTCTTCGATTCCACCTCGACATTATATTATTCTCGATTTCATATCGTCTTTGGTTTCATCTTGACCTCGGCGTTATCCTCTCTTAGATTCCATTTTGACATTGTGTCGTTTTCGATTTTACCTTGGCCTCGACCTTAACTCCTAACATTATCTTCTTATTGGATTTCCTCAATTTTATGTCATCATTGACTAACCTTCATTTGTTTTTATATCGACATCCATATTATGTTGTTCTAAACTTCATGGTTGTGTTACCCTTGTTTTCATTTTCTTCCTACACACTGTTGCTTCCATACTCATATGCCTCATCCATGTAGAGCACAATATTCCCAATATATCTAAAATTTGTGCTTGATATGATTGGATTATATATTATTTGTGTCATGTAAATACAAAATCTTATGATGTGATGATGGGATGTAATTAAGGATATGATGTTATATCCTAATATAATTAATTTTACTATTTAATTTTATGCGAAGTATTATGCATAATAAAATACATATAAAGTTAGAAGCAAATATAAATATTGTGCTCCTTCTATATAAATAGATTTTTTCTTTTAAGGGATTTATTTTTTATTTTTATTGATACATTAAGTGAAATCATTATCTACCCAGTATATAATATATAATGATGAAATAACCAGAATACATAATTAGCATTGGATAATAATAATATTTTTAATGGGTAGATAATTAAGATAAAATATGGAAAATGAAGAAACGATATAAAAGAAATAAAATAAAAATATGATATTAATCATGGGATATAAATTATTATTATTTTGATAATACTTTATAATATTAAAGGCAGAACAAAGGAATTTAAGGTCCATGTTATCTTATCTTTATCACATGGTAATTCAATAGCAGAATCTTCCATATTTTCATCTTTCTTTCCAACAACAGTTATCTTTTCTGTGGTATAATTCATCTCTTCAAACTTGATAGAGACATTTTTACCATTTATAGCAGAGTTTACCTCTTCTAATATAGAATTGTATGTATCCTTATTACATTTAATAATAATTTGTGGATGGTTGTCTTCCTTAGAAGAATTATCTTTTAATACTTCTTTCACTAAGGGAGAATTCATTACTATAGGCATAATATCTCGAAACTTTTCCGAGTGTAAAACGTTCATTAATCCTGCCATCATATTATTAACAAATTCTGATACATCGTCGTGCTTTTCCATTTTAAAATCATGGAAATTTTCTTTAAGGTTATTTATTATTATTGTTATAATCATTATATATATATAATCATTATCATAATATATATATATAATAAATGAAGACTATCATAAACATAAAATACAAGACAAATATATCATTGATACTATGCTTACTATTCTATATAAATTTAATATTATGTATACCAATCCATGACATCTCTATGATAAAATATAAAATCTATCCATATTACTTTCTGTGACAAAAATATTCTTGTCTCAAATATATTTTATCCTAAAACTGTCGTGGGTTGGTATACATAATATTAAATTTATACGGAATAATATCATTAATGTCAATATCATATTTATATTCTATTTTTTCATTATAAGTTTTCTATCTTGTCCTCTTAGCGAGGTTATGATAATAAGTTATTTAATTTATTTATATTATGATATTGGTATACATATAATTCTGTCTCCATAAACTTAATTAAATTTATAATATTAATATATATATAGATAATATAATATAGTCCTATAAAATTCTCCTAACAAAATGATGTCTATATAATAATTATAGAATGAACAAAAGAGATGTAAAAGAAGATTAAAGTATACAAATCATTTGTCAAGTAAGTATAATGTATTGTTTAGCTGTGACGTCCAGTTTAACTATGCTTGTAAGTATGTAGCAAATGTCAGAATGAATAGTAAGATAGCTAGAGAGCATCCCAGTATCGTGACGTCCGATTGGAGGGGTTCTATTATCTTCTTTCTTCTGTTAACCTTCTTTGTTCTAAACATCTCTTATATACAAAAACCACATCATATCATCTTTTTTAATGAATATTATATAATAAGCTTCCCTGTTTTCTACATGTCCTTATCATTCACAATAAATTTATGGAAAACAGGGAGAGTGTGCCCATATAATACATTTATAGATATCTTTTAAGATATCTATAACCTCATTGACAAAATATTTTTATAACTAAGTATCTTATAAAAATATTTTTATAACTAAGTATCTTATAAAAATATTTTTATAACTATTATCTTCTAAAAATATTTTATAACTATTATCTTCTTAAAATAATTTTATAATTATTATCTTCTAAAAATATTTTATAACTATTATCTTCTTAAAATAATTTTATAATTATATCTTATAAAATTATTTTATAACTATCTTCTAAAAATAATTTTATAACTTCATCTCTTCAAAATATTTTTTAGAAGATAGTTATAAAAATATTTTTATGACTATCTCTTCAAAATATTTTTATAACTAAGTATCTTATAAAAATATTTTTATAACTATCTCTTCTAAAATATTTTATAACTATATCTTCTAAAAATAATTTATAACTATATCTTCTAAAAATATTTTATAACTATCTATTCTAAAATATTTTTATAACTATCTCTTCTAAAATATTTTATAACTATCTCTTCTAAAATATTTTATAACTATCTCTTCTAAAATATTTTATAACTATCTCTTCTAAAAATATTTTATAACTATCTATTCTAAAATATTTTTATAACTATTTCTTCTAAAATATTTTATAACTATCTCTTCTAAAATTATTTTATAACTATATCTTCTAAAAATATTTTATAACTATATCTTCTAAAAATATTTTATAACTATCTCTTATAAAATATTTTATAACTATCTCTTATAAAATATTTTATAACTATCTCTTATAAAATATTTTATAACTATCTCTTCTTAAAAATATTTTATAACTATATCTTATAAAATATTTTTATAACTATCTCTTCTTAAAATATTTTTATAATAGTTAGTTATAAAAATATTTTTATAACTATATCTTATAAAATATTTTTATAACTATCTTCTCTAAAATATTCTTATAACTATCTCTTCTAAAATATTTTATAACTATCTCTTCTAAAATAATCTTACTATCAATATAAGATAGTAAAATTACTATCTTATTTATATATAATTTTTAATCCATGGGTTGGTGTACATGAATCCGCTTTAATAATTTTGAACTGCACATTATTTTAATCTGTGTATAGTAACTACACAAATTAATAACTATAATATCAATATCATATTTACATACATATATAATAATTTAATTAATTATTTTGTAAAACCCATAAGTTATCTACATTATTATAATGTAAAGATGTTACTCTGTTACGTAATAAAGATTCCTTTGCAGCAGCTGATATATATCCAATAATTTTAATTTTATTAACATTTATAAGATTAATTTTAAGATTGAAAGTAACAGGAAGTGTATCAAATCGTAAATTTAATTTTTCTATATTTTCAAAATTTAATACATTATATTTAATATCATTTATTACATATGAATATTCTCTTTTATTTCTTACATTTAATATTATATCATCACTATCATTAGATTTACTTGTATATACTTCACCTTCACTAGTAGTAAACACATAGTTTGCTTTATTTTTATTAATCAAGGATTTGGTATTTTTAAGTAAGATAACACTATCATATTTAATTTTAGTATTAGCTACATTATCATCAACTGTCCCATTTGGAACATCTAATATATCAAAGTTGTGGAATATATTATTCGATGTGGTTCTGTGGAAAACAAATGGGGTATCAGAAAGATATTTACTTCTCTCACTATCTAAACTACCAGAACCTTCAAACAATGCACTATCTTGTAATCTATTAAAGTATTCTATCTTCTCATTAGAAATATTAACTTTGCCTGTACTTTCAATTTCAATAGCAGCCTCACTATTGTTATATAGTTTAGCTTCTCCATCTATAATATTTAAGGTTCCCTCTACTTTAATTGGTTTGTCTATAATTATGTTAGATAAAGTTAATGTGGTATCTGTAGGTACAATAATACCATAATTTGAATTATTTCTGTTCTCTATATTAGTATTTTGACCTTTGCTAATCCATACTTGGGTATCACTACCAGCATCTCGTTCTACTATTAGGGAGTTAAAAATAACATTTATATCATTTGATGTATAAGCATATGGTTTTCTAATGGTATTACGAAAATCAATAATTAGATCGCCATTGATTGTCCATGTACGAGCGAATACGAAAAGATATAAAGTTGCTGTCATAATGAATGGAAAATTAATAGTTATAGTACTATCGGTGAAGTTTCCGGTAACTTGTATATATACTTGTTTACTTAATAGGTTATTATTATTATGGTAAGTGACAACTTGTTGCATATTTCGGAATGGACTAGCTGGAGTTGGATTTCCTGGTATTGTTGGAAAAGGATTATTGGAACCTACCCCATTAATTTCATATGCTACAGAGTCACGAGGAATTGGAACAGAAGACATTTTATTGTTATGATTATTTTTTAATTTCTTCTTATATTTATAATGATAATCATAAGATTACAACTATAATAATATTATAGAATATTGTAATTGATAAACTTTGTTATAGAATAATAATAATATTCTATAACCTTAGTCTACTCCAATCTTATAATTATCTCCCATTGTATTACATATAAACAATAATATATGATACAAATATTATACTGACAATATGGTTATAATTATATATAATTTTAATTTCATGTGTACCAACACACGAAAGAATTTGTAATAATATTTGATTTTAGATATAAGTATAATAGTATTAACTTCTATATCTAAATATATCTTCTCATATTTAAGATATTCTTTTAAGGTTTTATAAAAATTATAAATCCCAACTTTGTAAATTATTATATATAATAATTTTTTTGTAAACTATATATTATACAACTTTGCGGGGTTGGGATTTATAAAATTATAAACCCTTAAAAGAATATCTTAAATATGAGAAGATATATTTAGATATAGAAGTTAATACTATTATACTTATATCTAAAATCAAATATTATTAGCAAATCCTTTCATGTGTTGGTACACATAGAATATAATTTTATGTATTTTACTTATATTAAATCAATACCAATTTAGTTTTTATATTTCTAAATTATAACTATAAAGATAATTATAACTACAAGGATAATTGTAATCTATTATAACTATAAAGATAATTGTAATCTATTATAACTATAAAGATAATTGTAATCTATTATAACTATAAAGATAATTGTAATCTATTATAACTATAAAGATAATTGTAATCTATTATAACTATAAAGATAATTATAATCTATTATAATCTATAAAGATAATTATAATCTACTATAAAGATAATTATAATATATAACTATATAAGAATAATGTATGATAATTATATAATGTATAATTATATAATATGATTGATATCAACTATGAGATATAATCTAAATCTTCAATATTAAATCCTAATGGTATCCCAATACAATTCAAAGCACGATATGCACTCGCAATTAACCAATTTGATGACATTCTAATACAAGAATTAATGTTGGAAGTACCATCCTGTCCTTGTTTTATAATATTTAATCTCTCCAATATTGTTAATCCCTTATCCTTAGAATTACTAAATTTATATTCCTTGCTATCTTTATTATATTTAATTAATGGAAGATTATATATCATCTGTCTTCCCTTCCACGATCTTAAAAATATATCTAATTTATTCATAGACTCCAACGTCAATCGCTCCACTTCTTTACTATTAATATTATAACAATCCAAACTTGATAAAGGATAACGACCTTTTCCATCCCAACCTCTCATATACATTCCAGTATGTAACAATTGTAATAAGGCTTCTTGACATTTACTTTGTTGTATTGCCTTCATATTTAAATATCTTTGTGCAAATAAATTATATGCTTCGTGGGAATCTCGTTGTGCTCTATATATCATATTTATACTCTGTAACAATGCATCCTTATCATTATTAATCTCCTCATTATCCGTCTTTTTATTGCACATTAACACTAATTTTCTAATAGCATAATCCGGTATATTATGTTCCTCATCAAAAGAAAAATCTAATCTTGTATCTAAGGCCAGTTTTACATCACTATAAGTATATGGAGTAAGTTTTTGCCCATATACTCCATATAATACGAAATTATCTTTCATATTGTAATCAATTGGTTCTCCACAAATTGTACAATCTGAATTAGTTCTATGATGTGGTTTTAGAGGATAAAAGGTTTCCGTTAGTCTACATAGATATAATATCTCATATGCATTATTTTCTAATATTTGTTCCCTAGTAAACCCTTCCATCAAACACATATCATTAAGATCATTTTGAAGGTAAAAATCTGATGAAAATATAGTATTAAATTCATCTTTTAGTTTTGGTTCCTGGCATTGATTTTCATATCGTAAATAATAAAGTTCCAATGAAGGGAAGTAATTATGAGATAAATCAATACAATATATTTTTGCTCCTTTTATGATGGCATCTCGATTACACATAACATTGACCTCTTCGAGTGGATAGTTAAGAATTTCATAGTTATTGATTTCTCTGATAGGAATTCCTTCTAGGATTGCACTCTCATTCTCATTCTCTAAATATTTATTAAGAGCAATAATTTCTGATTCATCAATTATATTATGCTTTTTCAAAATATATGATAGGACTCTATCCATTTGAAAAATAGATGTATGATATTTTGGAGATAATTTTGCTAAAATCATAATTTTATATAACATACATGCATTGTAACTAAAAGGGTGACTGTTAGATTGTAATCCAATTTCATAATCTCCTGATGGTAATAAATTTTCTATATTATGAGAATAAAATTTTTGTAGGTGTTCATAAGCTCTTTTTAATAATAAAGAACCATTCCAAATAATTGTAGGATTAATAAAGGAAGCAATATCAGAAATGGAAGGTTTAGTAATAGTTTTAATTTTATGAAGAGTGTGAAGGAGACCGATATGAAGATTAGAATTGTAAGGAGGGTATCTACTGCGTGGTCTAATAAGATGACAAATGGCGATTTCTTCTAAGACACACCAAGGTATATCAAGATGAAGAGACGGAGTAGCTCCGATAAGAATAATGCGATTCATGATTTTATAAAAGCACGGGGTCTTTTTATCTCAAATACAAAAGACAAATGGTTTCCGAAGTTCGCACTTCCTATTTTTATGAACGTCAAGATTATCAAAATGTATACGAATTTTCTACCAAAAAGAACGCTAATTATGATGAATACACTATCTTTTGTATTAGAAGCAAGATGGAAGCTGTCCTTGGTGTTCCTCTTGAATTCTTCAATAAAGACGAAAATGGTAAAATGGTTTTATATATACGAGCAGATAGTATTAATAATGATATTCTAGAAAAAGAATATGAGTCTGCTATTCGCAACCCCAATCATTGCCTCATCTTAGACACCAATGTTGATATAGGATATCCTATACATTGGGTATCTAGTGTTCTCCCTTTTCTCGATATTCCCGATCCATATCAACCCATTATTATAAATAATAATCTTTTTATTAATTTAAGCAGTCTCCGTAATGTAGAACAAACCCCAGGTGATGCCAATTTTACTCTTACCCACATTCACATTATTACAAATCTTATGTCCCAATTAGAAGATCTCTGGAATTCCGGACATGTCGTTTGTACCTCCAAATTCTCTATTAAATACAATCTTGACGCTATAAATGTCATCGCTGACAGCTCCAATATTAATCGTATTCTTAACATTAATATTCGAGAAGAAACCCAATATGATATTCCAGTTAAATATGGATTATTTAAATGTAATTGGGATACAACCCCAGAAATAGATTTACTTGTTCCAAATAAGACTCAATTTTTATTAGATAGAATGGCAAACTTACCAATAATATTTCCTTTAACTTTATCTAATAGTCAAATACATTTCTTAGTTAGATATTTGGTGACACAACCATATCGTCTTCACTTACAATTTTTCTCAAACTTTTTTGTCTGGAATCCTTCTCTTGATGTATCCCCCTCCCCTCAATCTCAACTTACCTTAAGATTAGACTATTCAGACCTTACATCCCTAACTAACATAACTTCCGACGATGCAGTTTTACTTAATCCACATCCATTCGCCAGGCTAGTCACTTTATCTCGGGCATATCAATATTCCCTAAATGCTCCTCTATCCTTATCTCCTACCATCTTCCAATCTTCTAAAGAAACTATATCATCAGATTATTTATCTCTTCAAGAACAAGAATTATTGGATGATACTGTAATATATAATAGAGGAGTATCATCTGTTATTATCAGTGTTCTCTCCTCTCAACTGGAATCACCTCAAAATTCTCCAACGTTACCATTATCGTTGTCATCTCCCTCCACAGTTACCCCAGAAAGTTTATTAACTCCTGCATCTAAAAATGATGAAGTTTACAATAGACCAGGAACAACTAATTTACAATCATCTGTATTTAATCCAGATACAAATTTTATTAATAATGCGAACTCTCCAACTAATGATATATTATCTACTTCTAATAATCTACTATCTCCTGCATCTAATCATGCGACAACATTATTACAAACTGCCGACAACTCCATTCCTACATCTAATAATGAACCCATTGCAAACATTCCAGAAATTATAGAAGATATAGATTATAGATATATATTTGATGCGAATAGTATGAATACTTTTGATTTAATATCTGATATAGTGGATAAGAAGGTAAAAAGAATAGGAAATAATTATGTACAAGTGGATATAAATAGAAATAATATAAGTAAGGAGTTAGATCAAAGTTTAAGAGAATTATCTTTGAGAAAAACGGTATTTTATATTAATAAGGGATATAAAAGTTTATCCAGAGATGAGATTATGGCATTATATAAAGTAAAAGAAATTATAAGAGGATCTTTATTATTATTTGATGTACGATTGGAAAAGAGTAAGGAGAAGGACAGAATATATTTAATTCCTATTATAGATGATATAGGCAGAGAACATTATGGTAAGATTGGAAAAATAAATGTAACAGAATATATGGGTTACAGAATTGTCGGATATAGTAAAATACTCCCTATGGCAATTTGGAATGCATATATTAATAATGCTGATTATATTAAGGCAATAGATTATAGTTATATGTTAAGTTCTCTGCAAAATATGAAAATATTTCCATATGGAAAGGGAGGTATCCTAATCAATGATATGGCAATAGCTGATAAATTTTTAGATACTATACAGACAGAATTAGAGGGTATACCATCCCATATATTACTAAATTCTGATTATAATAAGGAATTAAAATATCTTAAGGATAAATTTGGAGTGGATAGTATAATTCTGGATATGGAATACTTACCATTATGGTTACAAAATAATATTATGGTATATACTAATAATTATTCATCGGATATGTTATGGGAATCTCTCTATAGAACAACTACTTCTCAATTCCCTTTGGGCAAATATTATATTCCTAACTACCAATTTGAAGAAGATAGATTATTAACTTCTGCATTTCATATAGCTTATTCATTATATCTTAATTTACCTGAAGAACTACGATCTTTGTATGACAAGGTAAATATTGGAGATGGTGTTATCTGTTTCCCAATACCTAATAAAGAAATTGGAGATAAGGTTATAGAGTCTAGTAAATATTTAGATTCTATTAATAAGGATGGAAGTCAATATCAGTTTATATATGAAACACCAAATAGGGATAAAGATAGTCTAAATTTGTTAAGAAGATATTTAAAGGAGAAATATAGTGTACTATTTCCGATATTACTTAAGTATAAAGAGAAACATGTGTTAATAGTGAATTGGGATCCATCATCATCCTATGTTTCGGATTCTAATCTATATAATGTACCGGATGGATATGTAGCGGGACCGGATTATGTTAGTGGTGAGGAAGTAGTAAATGTATTATAAAATTATAAATATTATATAATTATAAATTGTATAATGGTATGGAAAGAAAATATTTTATATATGATATATGTAAAGAAAGTATAATAAATGGACGATTGTAGTTGTGTTCCAAAAATTGCTTCTGGTGTAGTCTTAGGACTTTTCGTTACCTTATTAATTATAATATTAATAGGATTATTAGTATATGCATTATCTGGATCATGTAGTCTTGGTAATATATTTTCGTTATTATATGCTCCCGCTCCAAGTAAACCGACCATTGTCCGTGCTACTTGTTATGAATGAGGATCCATCTCTAAACTTATACAGTATTTCTTCATTTTCATCAATATAAATCATCTCTCTATATTTAATTATATTGTTTATAAGATTTATACCTTCTAAGAAATTTTCACTTCCAATAGATTTATTTCCCTTTAATAATCTTTTGACTTCATAGTATTTCATTCTTCTTATATTTTGAATAGATATTCTTAGATATATTCTAAGTACTTTATCATTATAAACATAATATCCTTCTATAATTTTTATATTATCTATTTTATTAAATATATCATTCTGGAAGTTTATATAGCATTCATAAATATCCTTGTGTGATATATCATTTCCAATATAATAATCTTTGTATATATACCAGGTATATAAATCCGCAGAACTATCTAATTTTTTATATAATAATATGGGATTATCTATATTATTTGGAAGAATAACATTAAATTTATCTTTTATGATTTGTCTCCATAGATTATGATTTGAACATAATTCATTCCATTCCTCATTTATATATTTATTATTGATTAATTCCTCAGGAGATAGATATGATATTATATTACGTTTTATGTCCGTTGGCGTACCATCCATCTTTTATAATCTTTATAATTTGTATTCTATAATCTCTCTTATCTTTTATTATATAATAAAAAATAAAGTTATATTTATATACATATAAATATCATCTCATCTAACTTATCCCCATCTATCTATTTTATTGAACGTTGAGAAGTCATGTGGTGGTATCCATGATATTAAAATCATAAACACTTTAATCGGTAATATCAATACCATTTTATCTTATCTATATCATATTATATAACTTTTCCCACCCTATCTATTTAATTAAACGTTAAGAAGCAATGTGGTGGTATCCATAACATTAAAATCATGGATAGTTTAATACATAGTATCAATACCATTTATCTTATCTATATCATATTATATAACTTTTCTCATCTGTATTTATCCTGAGAATGTTAAGAAGTCACGTGGTGGTATCCATAACATTAAAATCATAAACACTTTAATCTATAATATCAATACCATTTTATCTTATCTATATCATCTTATATAACTTTTTCTATTCTATCTGTTCCAGAGAACGTTAAGAAGTCATGTGGTGGTATTCATGATATTAAAATCATAGATAATTTAATACCTAGTATTACTACCATTTTATCTTATCTATATCATATTATCTAAATTTTGTTATTATATCATAAGAACATTAAGAAGTCATGTGGTGGTTTGTATCCATAACATTAAAATTATGGATAATTTAATTCATAATATCAATACCATTTTATTTTATATTTATAAATATAAGATAAAGATTAATATAATACTTCAGCAGAATATGGTATGGAATTTAATAGATCTCCCTTGTTGCCAAATTTAATATCGACTTCTTCTGTGTCAAGGAAAAATCTTTCTTCTCCCTCGTATTGTATCTCACCTGTTTCTGGATCATAATCTACAACATCAGAAACACCATATACTTTTCTGTATATTATGACATAACTTTCTTCAATGTCTTCCATTATGGCAGTGAATAATAAATATTGTTCATCGATTAATCCATCTATGGATTGAACTTCTCTATAATAAACATTTTCTAGAAAATCTTTATTTACTAAATTTATGTATTTTGGAGATATTAATTCTCTAATTATATACAAAGTTTCATCAATGTCGTATTGCATCTTTTATTCCCTATATTTTAAATTCTCTAAGGAATTTTTCTTTATCAAAGTTATGTGGTAACATACTATTATCAATTTTTGATACTACATATTCTGGTATTTTATTATAATTTATATTATAAGGAATTCGAACTAAGTAGATACCTAATTGATCACATCTATTTATTTTAAAACGATCATTCCAAACTTGGCGTTTAAATTTCTCAATGGTATCATGATATCTATTTGGGAATTTATAATGTTGTTCGCCATTAACCTCTCCTCCAATTCGCAAGTCCGGATTATAACAATCTATTTCTAAGTTCTTTCTACTATCCGGAGTCTTTAGAAAGTTGGGTCTAGTTGTATAAAAATGTTTTCCATAGATTTTAGATAATGTTTCACATACTATTTTCTCATATCTATTTTTAGGTTTTCCATCTCCGTATGGTGGTGCACTCATGTCAATTCCGACATTAGATATATTCATTAATGCACTACCATAATTTCCTTCTGCATTAGGATTACTTTCTACATATTCTTGGGAGATTTCATCATTATAGCAGACACTACTTTCGTCGACAAAATAATAATCATCATATTCTTCTGTATAATCCTTTTCTGTACTATTTTCTTGAACTTCTGTACAAATATTATTGGTGTATCCATTATATGCCGCATAGTTATTATTATATTGAGTATTTACACGACCTTGATAATCAGGACTGTAATTAAAATTTGATATATTATTATTATTATTATCAATAACAGAATAATTAACTTTAATATTATCAGGGTTTCCGCCAAAAAATATCCATAATAGGAATAATATAGATAATAAAATTACTAGAGCTACTATCCAATTCATTTTAATAATATGATATTTTATTATTTTCTTTAGGGATTCATATATAATAATTTCTTATATTTATAATTATTTCATGTAAAATAATTATATAATAAAATATAATTATTATAAAATGTCAGCATTGCAGTTTGAATCCCCAGATAGATTTATATCTGATATTCCCTTATCTTCCAGCAGAGATATATCTCCCCCCTTTAATTTATCTCCATTTTCGCTTTCTCCGGTACCTGGATCATCGTATACATCTTCACCAACATATCTTCCTAATATGAGATCTAGTCCAATTCCAATTCAAAGCAATAATCGTCCTCGATCTCCTAGGTCTCCCCGTTCCCCTAGATCTCCACGAGTAATTCCGACGCCGACGCCTGCTCCTATGGTTAATCCTATATCGAGGATAAATGGTGCTTCTATTGCGAGAGAAATAATTTTGAAGACTGGAAGACAATCTCAAGCATATTTTCAAATAGAACCAATAGAACAAGCTGTTCTTAGAAGCGAAAATGAATATAGATTACTTCATGATACTTTGTTAGATAATGGATATATTATAACAAATTTAATATTGGATCCTTCAGGTCGTACATTGGTTGCATTAACTGTAACAATTTCCCCATTCCGTCGCTATATTTAAATGTCTTCATAATAATATATTATTATTATATTATTATACATTATGGATATAATATAATAAATTATATATAATAGATTATAGATATAATATAATAGATTATATAAATTATAGATCATAGAATATACATTATAGATTATAAATAGAATATAATAGATTATATAAATTGTGGATTATACTTTATATATTATATATAGAATATAATAGATTATAGATAGAAGAATATAATTATAGATAGAATATAATAGATTATACATTATAGATTATACTTTATATATTATATATAGAATATAATAGATTATAGATAGAATATAATTATAGATAGAATATAATAGACTATACATTATATAGATATAATGTATAAGATTTATAATATATTATAAATTAATATTAGATAAGTGTTTATACGTAATACTCAACAAAAAAGTTAAATTTACCAACCTTTTTGTTCAGTTCACCAAGTGGTAATTGAATTACAGCAGACCACCATTTTCTCTCTTGATCGGCAGGTCCTCTAACTAATGATAAATCATACCAGGCACTGGCCGTACCATCTGTAAATTCATATTGCATTCTGACCTTGGATCCACGAGTTTTGGAACCAGTCAGATCAACTGTAGGTTGATTTGAGAAATTTGCATCAGTACTTCTATAATACACACCACACTCATTATTGCTATTGTTAGACCATACATATAAATATTGGAAACTTGGGGCAGATGCACTCCATGGTTGTGGATATGACCAATTTGCTGTATTCCATACGTATCCACCATCTCTGTATGCTGGATTACTAAATGTAAATGGCTTTGCTTGTGTTGTTCTTCCTCTATATAAAGCTGCTTGGTCAGTAAAAAATGACCAGTTTGTACTTCTCGTTGATCCTACGTTTCCTCCGTTTCCCATTTTTATACAATCCATAATTTCTCCCCATCTGTCCAGCTGTCATATGTCATCTCCTACCATCTTTATTATATTCTCAATATCTTTTATAAATTAATTTGATATATTTATACAACTATTCTTTTTTTTAATTATTTTATTTTACTTATTGTGTCATTATTTAACTTCTATATAATAAATTTTATTTTCATTATATAATTACTTTATTGTTTTATGTAAAAACAATAAATTATTTTATAGTAATCTTATAATTATGTGGAATGATTATCTTTATTCATCTTGAGACATAGTATCATCCCACTTTTCCATCTCATCTTCCGATGTACTTCCACAAACTTTCATATTTACTTTATTTGCATCATTCTCTTTCTTAATACTAGATAGAATAATGGGAACAGGCTTAGCAACAGGTCTACTAACAGCCTTAATCACAGGCTTAGCAACAGGTCTACTAGCAGGTTTAACCACAGGCTTAGCAATAGGTCTACTAGCAGGTTTAACCATGGGCTTACTAACAGATTTAGACTTCTTATACTTTAATAATTCCTCAGCAATTCCCATATTAGGAGCAGCATAATTACTAACATAATATACTAATTCTTTCTTATCTTTGGTAACTTCCTCTTCTGGAAGATGGAAATACTGGGAAAGAGTAGACAATGGTAAAAATCTAGAGAAGACATCATATAATTCTTCCTTCTTAACCTTCTTATCTTTTACGACACCATTATTGGTTGTGTAAATGTGGCAATCATCTTTGTTAACATGTCCAGTGATGACTACAAATTTAACAACTTGGTTTTCTAATGTTGCCTCTAAGAAATATGTTCTATGACAAATAAACTTAGGAATTTCATTCTTGACCCATTTCTTGTCTGTCTTCGCTGGAACATCATAAACTTCCTTAAGTAAATCATAAATATTATCTTTATTGGTATTTTGTAATAAATTAGTTCCATCAAAAAGGGTTCCAATAGTAGTAAGCATCTTTGTTTCTATTCTTATGTTCGTCTATAATCCCCTATTTTTTAATTTATATGTCAATTTTGTTGTTTTACTATTTAAAATAAGGAGACTCTTTTAATATAGTAATTGTATCAGTAATGGTCACTATGTTTCTTTGAAGTACATCTATATCTTCAGATATTTTTCTAAAAAGATTTAAATCTTGTAAGAATAATCTTTCTCTTTGAATATCCATTAATTTTTTATGTAATAAATATCTATATTTATATAATGATTCTATTACGTTAAGTATGTTATCCATCTTATGTATTTTATTTATATATTATAAAATCATTTATTTATTATATGAACTACTTAGATATGCAATAGTTCCATATTATAAAGATGACATAAGAACAAACATACAATGTATAGTTTTTATATAATTGATTATATAATAAATACATACAAAATGTAATAAAATGGAGAACATACAAGAGGATATATTCATAAATCATATATTACCAAGCTTAAACCAAAGAGACATAGTTAATTTATGTCAACAATTTTCTCACATTAAAGATATGGTAGATAAACGATATAATATAATATTCCCAGAAATGTCTTATAAGGAATGTTGTAAGAGGGATGCGATCGTAAGTTTAAAGAAGGTAGTAGATACAAAATATCCATGGTATGGTGCAAAATATGCATCAAGAAATAAGAGAAAGGAACTATTATATGAATTATTAGAAGAGGTGAAAAGTAAATATGGTAGTGATGAATATGATTTATTTGCTAAGAATGCCATAGCTGGAAGTTATGCTAGTGGAGATGATAATTGGATACATGAAGTAGAAAAATTATTTTATCCATGTGAAGGAGAAATGATAAAAATTTGCTACAACATATCTCAATTTGGAGATATAGAATATATTAAAAAGTGGTTACCTATTTTGGAGGAAAAGATATCACAAAATAAGACATACATAACATGTGAACATGAAGGATGTACATGTGAGGATACATTTGGTCAATATATGAAGAAGGGAGAATTATTAGAGTATATTGATAGAGGATATAGAAAAGTTAAAGGATATGGAGATAAAATGCCATTTGATAATGCCGATATGGGAATTAATATGTATAAATATATATTGCATACATTAAAACAGGAGTTAAGAAATGGTACAAATTTAGATAGAAAATATGAGGAGTTATATAATCATGTGGCGCAGCATCCAGATGATATATCATTACAATTATTAAATATAGCTTTAGTTAGGTTATCATTAGATAAGGTGACAAAATATTTTACCCAAACTAATGACTATATAATTAATTTAGGTATTGCTAAGTCATTATCTAGACAAACAGATATGCGCGTGGTGGATTATTTATCATCCAAAATAGATAATAATTTTGAATATTTACTACGTATGGGAGTAGAATGTGGCAATATCATCTTAGTTAAACATTACAAGGATAATATTGGGGTAATAATGCGTGATAATTGGGATAACTGTTATATAAATGGACATAAGGATATGATAGAATATCTTAAAATAATAGGGGTGAAGGAACCTGGGATAGGAATGAAGTTAGAAATTACGGCAATATTGACTTAATATATCAATCTTAAGATAAAAGTTATATGTTATCATTATATAATAAATCATTATATAATCTATAGAAAGAATAAAATATGGTATTGATGTTAATGATATAAATTCATATAAATTCTAATTCATAAGGTGGTATACATGAGATAATTTTATAATTTTTGTAATTCTGTAACTAACACAATTAATAGTTAGGGAATGAAAAATATTTTATATTATATAATTGTAAAGTTATAAAATAAAAGAAGATAACTTTATGTAGATCTTAATTTTTTATAACTATATATTTTACTCATGTGTACCACCTCACGAATTAGAATTTATATGAATTTATATCATTAACATCAATACCATATTTTTATTCCTTATAAGGTTTATGTGTCATTATAGAACAAAAGATTTAGTGGCTTCCAATAAAAATTATATAATCTATAAGTTATTATATAATCTATAAAGACAATTATATAATCTATAAAGACAATTATATAATCTATAAGTTATTATATAATCTATAAAGACAATTATATAATCTATAAGTTATTATATAATCTATAAAGACAATTATATAATCTATAAGTATAAGTAATAAGGATAATTATATAATCTATAAGTATAAGTAATAAGGATAATTATATAATCTATAATTGTCTTTATATAATCTATAAGTATAATTAATAATCTTCATCTCCTTCGTAAACATTTAAAGATTCCAATACATCCAATATTGTATCATATACCTCCTCTATCGATGAATATGTTATAGTTTCCGCCTTGTTATTATTCAAATAATTCTCTATAATATAATTTTTATAATTTTCAATATATGATGGCCTCAATAACCTAGAATCTATTAATTGTTGCATTTTACCGTTGTATTCACTAAGTCGATTCTCAATGTTAACATCCATACTTTGATAATATCCTATGTTCTTCCGTATATTAGAATTATATGATTGCATATAAAGCAATGTATCTCTTATAAAAGATTGTGGACATCCGGAGAATATCCTCATTATTTCATCATTACTTGGTAACCATCCTGACGTAAAATATGCTTCCGTATAAATATCTGAAAACTGTCTTCCTCCAATCTCATCACATGCTTTAATAGGTTTATTATTTAATATCACATCAAACAAAATAATAGTATAAACATATGGATGTTTATAAAGTAATTTTAGGAATGCATTTGATAATTCTGTTGTATACCCAGTTATATTAACATTAGGATGTTTCAATATAATATGTATAGTTAGCATTAACTCTTGTTTAATAAAATTATGTAGAATATTAGCAACATAATTATTGTCATTTTCATTAGTAACGTCTCCATATCCAACATACACGTTTGGGTTCTTCACAAACCCAGTAAAATCATAATCGACAATAGTATTTAACAAGGTAGATAACCATAATTTTGATTCCTTATCTATTCTTTCAGTTTTCGACTTCAATATTGTAGACACATCGATTGCAAGATCATTCATATCATCTTTTGCAGAGATATCTCCCCCATTATATCTCTTCAAGATGGAAAATCTTATAATGCTAGCTAGATCTTCATTGATGGGAGGGGTAACTTCTTCGGGACCAAAACGAAAGTTATTTAATATGTCTTCATATACATAAGGACTTATATAAGTAAGTACATATGTCATCTTCAATATTAGTGATTCCATTATTAATTCTTTTGTCTTCTCTTTATATTATTTACAGAATTATAAAATTCACTTTTGGACATGGTGGAGAATAATTCCTTTCCATCCATCATTATAATTTTTACTGGTATCCATATACTATCTGTTGAATAATTATATCCAATAATATCTTTCACCTTTGTTGTATCCATTTTCTTCTCTTTTATAGAAATTTATAAATTGATAATCATTTTTATTATTTTATTATAATATTATAATAAGATGTTATAATAAAATAATGTAAATTTGGAAATAAAATAATTATAGAGTTAAAAATGAATAACTGGCAGAATGTAAGATGTCCACGATGTGGATCATGTAACGTCAAACTTATAGAAACTATAACTAGAAATAAACAATGTGGATGTGAAACAAAAACTCAGATATGTTGCGTCTACAAATGTTGCTGTTGCTATTGTAAATTTAAGAAACGTGTTAAACCACAACCTCCATGTGGATGTGAACAACCAAAAAATCAATGTCCTTGTAACAAATGTCGACCTGTCAATAATTGGGACTGTGAATGTAATAAACAAAATGATGATTGTGGATGTAGAAAGGAAGACGATTGCGGATGTAGAAAAGAAGAGGATTGCGGATGTGATAGATGGAATCATCCCTATTAAAATAAGTTAATGATATAAATCTAATTATATTTAATAATTAGATAAAAAATTATTTATAAGTATATAAAATGGAAAAATTAATAACACAAGATCATATATATGACGTGACTAGAATATGTGCCACAGAATTAGATATGAGACCATTTTGTGAAAGCTCAGAATTACGAACCCTGTTAGTTAATAGATTTTTTGGTCCATATCCATTTCTTTATTCTTTACCCTTAAAACAACTAACCTATCTTTGTCTCTTAGTATATCCAATTAAATCTTCAATTAAATATTATGGACTTCCAAGCATGTTGTCAGTATCTTTTGAGATAAAGAGTCCTAATGATATTATAGCATCATTATCAGATGTTAATGATCAAGAAAAAAGATTAGCTGTTGCATATAATAGAGAAGACTACTTACAATATAGATATGAAAAGTCTATATCAGATATTATTAAGTCTGACAACAAGGCAATAAATATTACTAATACAGATCTTGTATACTATTTAGAGAATGGAGGGAATAAGTCACTCACTAATATTTCCCTTTCTGATATAAATAATATATTAGTTTCCAGATATCCATATTCATTATTCAATAAATATAAAGATGAAATATTAATTAATAAATATATTAAGATGGGATATAATGAAATAAAAAGAGATAATGTTTTTACTAAATTAAAAGAATTAAGATTAATAACAGATTATTATTCTTTATTCTTTGGATTAATGGCTAGAAATATAGAGGATATTGATAAGGAGGTAGTTTGGACCGTATATGAACGAGCTATTGATTATTCTGTATCCTATGATATTCTTCATTCCCTACTGCTTAAGTCCTTAAAGGTTGATGTCATAGATTATATCGCTAACAAACTATATAATAGAGATAGAAGATTGATGATTGATAAATGGATTGTATCTGGAAATGTTTCTAGTGCCGTATTATTTTTATCTTTGCGTATATTATATTCTGTGCATGATAGATACATTAATGAAGATATGTCTAATAGTGATATTGATAATTATAAGAGTGCATTAGTAAAATGGATCAGAGCGGAATATGAAGGTGAGGAATTATTAAGGAAAAGATTTACCTGCCTATGTGCTGTCCCAGAATTGGGAATAGAATTTTTAACCATACCATTGGATATTCACATATCAAGAGTTATCAGAACATAATTTATTAAATATATAATATTAATATAATATCATATTTATATAATAATAAAACATTATATACATAAATTATATTTTGAAGATTATAATATAATTTGTATAATAAAGATTTAATAAACATTATATATATAAATTATATAAACTAATAAAACATTATAATAAATATTATAATAAAACGTTATATACATAAATTATATTTTGTATATAAATTATATTTTGTATGTAAATATGATATTGACACTAATACTATATTTATATATAAATTATGTTTCGTGTGATGGTACACATGAAATAGTTTTCATGAATTTTTGTAAGTATTAAACTATTACATTATCATATTTAAATCTAAAAGAGGGTATGAAAGTTTATTAAGGATTGATATAAAATATAAATTGTTGAATTATAAATTCTATTTCCAAATACACAGTCTTCTTTTCCACATCCATAAAATTATAAAATGTTATACCTTTAACATCATCCATCAAATCATATATGTCATTATAAAATGTTTCATATTTATCATATTTTACATTATCATTTATAATGCGTTCATCTCCATCTTTATAATGTATTTTACTCGGTCTAAAGTTATAAAATTTCGTATTTAACATTATTTTGTTCCTTATTTCATTATTCATTTTATTAATATCAACCTTTCTTGCATTTAGTTCGTTCTTCTTATCATCTATTCTCTCATCAACATACTCCTCATCAACATACTCCTGATCATAATACTCCTCATCGTAATACTTCTCATCGTAATACTTCTCATCATAATACTGCTCATCATATAGATCTTCATATCCCTCATTATAGTCTACATCATAATTATCATAACTATTATATTTATAATCATTATTATCATATTCCTGATAATATTCATCTTTTCTTTTATTTATAATATTAATACCTAAATAATACATATTATGTTTAATAAAAGATGTAATGGATGATAAATTTTTGCTGTAAGGATAGAGTAAATAATAATAGAATCCCTGCAACATCAATCCATTATCATAATCAATCATATTCTTTAACTTGTCAACAATGGCATCCCTATTCTTTCCTAATATAATAACGTTTGGAGAATATTGTGAATCTAAAGTATCTATCTCCCCAGATAATAACCCTTCTAAATTTTTAGATAATAACACATTTCCAATATCATCTCTTTCATATAATAATCTATATAAATAATTCAGCTCATACATATAATCATCTATTGATATAGTATTTATGTTATCAAAAATGTTCTTAACTCGTTGCATAATATCTGGTATATTCTTTAAAATAAATATACGTTGGGGTTTAGTAACTATATTAGTATCTTTTCCATATTGATACTGAATTTCATCTAGAGATATATTATTTATATCTGCAAGAATAACTTTATGTAGATACAAATATAGATTTTCAATAGAAAGAGTGATATCACTATATAATGGATTATTATACATATTTCTATAATTAAAACGATAATCGTAGATATAAGTGTCAGGTAATGATAATTTTACATTAGGATATATCTTCTTTATTCTTCTCATAAATTCATTTAATTGCGACACAGTTTTAATATTATAAACTATACCTTGAATAATATAACTACAACCATAATATAAAGATAATTCGAATAATGTAATTAATTGATCGAGATCATATTCTATACTATCAATTTGATAAACTCCATAATAATATGCTATCATAACCTTTAGGAATTGAAATTCATCATAATTTGTTATATTATAAGATTTATCAATATTAGGTATTATACTTTTAAACGCATCTTCGAACAATCTTATAGAGTTTAATATAGCTTTATGAACATAAAATATTTCATTATTTCCATCCTCATCCTTCCCTACTATATTATAATCTGAGTATTTTGGATTATTATAATATATAGAATGCATTTATTTTATATTATATAAAATAAATTATATATCCCCTCTCCTCCATAAACTTACAATTTGTTTCAATGAAATATTAAGAAACCCTGATAAAATGATACATTAATATACATAATTTATGGATTATATTTTCTATAATACCAACATTCCTTTTCATAACGTATCCTTTGATCATTAACATAATATGATTCTATGTATAGCCTTCCTTCGTTATCATACACTTGATATGTGCCATTAAGTTTTCCATTCTTATATTGACAAGTTACTTTTAATGGTAGATCATTCTTCCATAAGTTAATGTCATAACATTCTTTATATTCTCCTTCCCTTTTTCCATTAATATATTCACATAACATCCAAATATTACCGCCACAATTATATCTTTTGTAACTTCCATGCAATATACCATTTAAGTAATTATATTCTGTATGTAAAATATTAGGAACTTCATCATAGTTATTCCACCAAACTTTATATACCCCATGTCTCTTTCCATTTATGTAATTACCAATTTCTAATATATCATGGTTACAATTAAATTTTGTATAATCTCCGTGTAATTTACCTCTATAATAACTACATTTTATAGTAATATTATCATTGACATTATACTTAGTATATGTAGCCGTATAGTCACCATGTCTTATTTTAATATTACAACATTTGTATAATGTATACCATTGTATTCTATCACCTTTATGATTACATACTTCCCTTTTAGTAAAGAACTTATCCAATATATTATCATGTAGCTTACTAACTTCATAGAATTTCTTACACACCCTAGAAAAAGAAATATATGTTTCTAAATTATCGAAACATATAATATCTAATATTTCATTTGGAATATAATCCATGTTATTTAATAACATTATTAAATATCTAAATCAATTTATATATCTTGGTTTAACAAACTATTAACAATTAATTCGTTTCCGTATTCTAATGCAATGTTTACTATTTGTCCATTTCTACCTTCAGGATTTGCACCTAATATAACTAAATATTGTACTATTTCAACTAGTCCTTTTCTGACTGCATTGAGTAAGGGTTGATCGTTATTTATTCTGATATTTGCACCCCTATTTATTAATTCATGACATAATTCTATATTTTCTGTTTCAATAGCATTTATTAATGGTATATTATCATCTATTCCATCTATAATTATATCTCTATTCATAAAAAATTGAATTAATGATCTATTAGATAATATGGCATAATTCAATGACATTGTATTTAATTCTCTCATATTCATTTTTCTTCCTAAATACCCTATTAATCTACCGACATCCATAATAGTTATATTTTTATTGGCTATAAATAAGGATAAAACATTCATCCTATCTATATTACCAACATATATTAAGACATTTATGATATCAAAATCTTTTGTTCTTAATATGTATGATATAACCATTTGTATAATTTTATATTCGTTATGTATATAGACAATGGTGGATAAATCATTTAACACATAGTAAGTTAATTTCTTACTAAATGGATTATTTAGTACTAGACTGGCAATTTCCAAGGATATTTTTGAATCATTAACCCAATAATCAAACAATATAGTTATTATATCTTCATTCTTCCGTTTAAGTAATAAATTAATTATTCCATGTATATCCTCTTCTAACAAAGTAATTTTATGTTCTATTAAGAATTTAAGAAAATCTGTACTACTAGAACTAATAGCATGTTTTAAAAATATATTATTATCGATGGAAGGATCCACCCCATTACTTATATATAATTTGACAACATCATACTTTTTATCTTTAATGGATGTGTTAATATAATTAGCTATATAGGGTGCACCTCCCAACTTATCAAATACATATTGTAAAATTTGTAAATTACCAAAAGAAGATGATCCTTCTAATGCGCCATCATATATAATATCAGCATCTTCTGATAATTTCTCAACCAAATATTGTAAAATATTAATTTTATCAAATTTACCAGCTAAGTATCCTGTATTCTTAATAACAAAAGTTTCATTTTCTCCTATCCTATTGAGCAAAATACCAAGAATTTCAATATTTCCTGAAGAAATAGCTAATGGGATAAGTGTATTACGTAAGGTTCTTTCATATATAATGGGAGATTTTGTGTATAAATAATGATTTAATATTTCAAATTGTCCACTAGATACTATAGTTTCTATATAATTATCATTCTTTTCTAAAATCGATAATTGTTTATAACAGAAAAGTGCTATTTGATACCATGAAGTAAAATGTAAATTATTATAATAATTAAATTGTTCTACATTATTATATGTTCTTCTCATATGTGGAAATAATTCTAATAATTTATCTTTCCATATAATATCATATTGAGAAGAACATATTAAATTATTTTCTTTTGACGATTTACATAATCTTATAATATCTGGAATATCATTTTCTTTTAATATTGTATTTACTATTTCCAATGGTAATGTATTCAATATGGACATTTTATTATCTAATATATTTTATTTTAAATATATAATAATAATTCCAATTTAGAACATTATTATATATTTATATTTAATCTTTGTGTTATTCTAAATATTATATATTATAATAATATACAATATCGTGTTGAATATTATATAAATTATATATCCAATTATAATATTTTGTTGAAGTTGTTAAATAATATAATAAGATATAATTAAAGGATAGGATGAGAGAAATATTACAAAAATATATTGGTAACGTTAATAGTATTAATAAACTTACTGAGGATTCTGCAACTAAATTATGTAAATATTTATATCCAAATATAGATTCGGTGAACGATGTCGATGCAATTTGTCAGATTGATATATTGGAAAGAGCATTTCAATTAAATTATGATACGGATACCTTGGTTGAAATATTGCTCAAGACTAATATGGGATATTATCTATATATGTATATGAGTATGAAATATGCTCGTGATGATGTTTACTTTAATATAATAAATAGATTTAATGTCGATAAAGAATTTACATCATATAACATTAATTCTTTAAATAAGATAGCAGGATATGTATTTTTGAATGATAAAGTTCCCATAGATGTAAAAATATCCTTATTAAAATTTGATAAAACATTTTCAAATTATTTATTATATACTGATGATAATGTTAAAATGGAAAATCATCTATGGAGTATATCCCTTCTGTTGCGAAGTGAACATCCAAAACTTTTATTCCAAAAATATCAAGATAACTTCTTGTTAAATGATGTTATTAAAAATTCTTATCATAATATGATAGGAAATAATACTATGGATAAGTATGTACCGTATTTACTTAATGATGGGGAAAATAAAATATCGAAAGATGAGGTGGATTATTTAATGGCAGATCCTTTAGTTGGAAGTTATATATTAAGAAGTGAAAATAGGTTAGTGCTAAAGATATATAATATTAAAAATGATAACGATTGTAGGGCATTGGCAAAATATTTAAGTGTGTATGAACTGGAATGTGGTTCTATGTGGAATTTATTAGATACATTATTAGATAACATTGATATACAATATGCTGAAAGATTTCTAAGATATGTAGTATATAATATGATTCATACTAATATGAATATAAGTAAATATAGTATTTTAGCATATTGGTTATCTCGATCATGGATTACCGATGATGATATATATCTTATAGATCGTATTATATAATGATTTTATATTTATAAACATATAAATATAAAATGGATGATATAAAGGGAATATTAGAAAAACAAGATACATTACAAGGAAAGGAGGCAATATTACTTATAAAAAATCATGAAATAATGGATAAACTAGCAGAAGGAAATAAATACAAGAACATACAATATATATGCAAAGGTAAAAAAGGGAATAAAAGTATTTGCTATATTAGGCGATATTACCTTGGAAGATCTACGTAATGACCCCAATATAATTAGATATAATATATCATATAATAAATATTAGATTATTTACAATCTAATATAATTAAAATATTTACTTCTTACTTTTATTCTTATAGTTCATATTTTTATTTTGATGTTTATATTCTGATTTTTTATTATTTTGTTTTCGTTTGTCTGTGGTTATCATACTATAGTCATCTCCATCAAAATCCACACTAATACTATAATTATTCATATATATACGTCTCGTAGCTTGATTCATCGAAATAATTCTATAATCAGGAATAAGTATTGACATTATTTATAATTACATTAAATAAAAATCAATTTATTCCAAAGTTTGTAATCTATATGAAGAATATTTATTAAAATTATCTTGGAGAACTTTAATATATGGAATGTCAGCATCTCGAACTTTACCATCCCATGCCGCCAATATATCCTGAACCTTAATTTTTGTTTGGGTTTCCATTTCCTCCTCCTTACATAATCTAACATATAATCCTCTGTCCACATATACCATATTATCATATTCTGTCATCTTGTTGATTCCTTCCATTATGTCTTCCCCATGATAATAATCTAAATATGTATTCCTTATTGCTTGATATAAATCCACGGGACACATAACATAGTACTTTTGTTTATTGAAAAATAATTGACAATATACACTTCTAGCATCCTTGACCCTATTTTTCGGTAACGATATAACATTCTCTCTTAATCTATTAGTTATATATATAATCTCTTTATGTCCTATTTCATCTATCTTCTTATCAAATTCTTTTTCTTTTTCTTTCATGTCATCCTCTCCTTCTATCTTTTCTATTCCAACTAGAATACATTTACTAGAGGGAAACTCCTTCTTAATATGTGCTTCTAATTGAACGGTTGCAGCTTCCGCATTGTAAACGATACTGGATATTGTGGTTGGTCTCTCCCAACTATTTTCTTCCGATACATAATATTGTACAATAAACATAGTTTCTTTTTATATGTTTATTATTTGTTTAATCAATAATTAGAACTGGTTATATACGTCATTCAAAGATAAAGATATAACATTTGGTCTTTTGAATATGACATTCTTAGCAAAAGGTATATTATTTAATAATAATCTGTCACTAGAAGTAAAGATATATGTAATTTTAATATTATTAGGTATTTTATCAATAATTTCATTAATATATTGTATTTGTGGTTCTTCGATCTCCATATTCTTGTATCTTTCTTGAACATTTAATCCTATTCCCATAACTTCCAAATTATTAAAATAAAGATTGACGTTGGGTATTATGGATGGATAAAATGGTGCTATAAATTCTTTGGCATTAAACTTTATATCAGATGTTAAAAAAATAGTATCATCAATATGTTCATATATATTAGTTATAACATTTATTCTATCCAAATAAGGAAGAACTCTCGTACCATTATATGCTTCGTATAGGTCCACGGGAGTTAATACATCAATATTCATAATTACGTTTATAGGATTGGGTATTTTATTTAAATAATATATACTAGTAGTATTACTTAATACTTCCCAATTTATCCACAAGTACACATCATTATAAATATCCATAGATAATAAGTGATCCAAGATATTTCGAATATATACGTCATATATATTATTACCATAATATTGTAAAAATAATGTATCCCCAGATATATATAAATAGCTATATTCTTCATTACCTTTGGAAGATGGTAAATAAAACATAAAACTAATATCTAATAGATCATCTTTCGAATACTTATTAATAAATTGATATATCATATTAATATTGTCATCCTCAAATTTAAAATTAAAAATTGCTCGTATTAATGAAGGATGTTTTAATACCATATATATTTCCTCAATAGTTTGAATATTAATAATTCCTTCTACTTCAGTAACATTGGGTAGCATAGATAATAGACGACATGTATCCATAGAATTTGGATTGGCTACTATTTTTCGTATACAATAACTAAGTAGGTTAAGAATTTTTGCATCGTTTTCTTCTATTATATTCCATAGTTCTTCTTCTGTGGTAAAGTTACTTAGTATATTACATTTCACTTCATTAGGCAAATTTTGAATATCTGATAATAAGGTATCTTCAGACATTTTATATAAAATAAAATTTTATTTTATATAATTTATTTACATCATATTATGAATTCTTTTTCTGACTTCCATTAACTGTTTATACTTTTTCTTAGCACCAACAAATCTTTTTATAATATAATAAACAGTAAAAAATCTAACAAAATTATACATACATAAACTCGCTTTATATATAATTATTTTATGTGTTATAAGTAACAATATATATGGTATAGAAAGAATAGCATAAGAAACTACATATAAAATAAATAACAAAACTAATCCTAATATGTTGGTTTGTGTCTCATCAATTGATGGACAATTATTTTTATGTATACACTCTATATACTGATATTTATCCATTGATAGGATCACATTATCTTGAGATCTGTCTCTAATAAAGGTTGCACATAACTTTATAAAGTCTATATAGTCAGATATAAAATTTCTAATGTGATGTGTATGGATGTATTCTCTCTCAAAAGTAATATTATCAGAAAATATGGTAATAGATGTTAAAACAAGGAATGATAATATTATATATTTTGTTATTTGTGGTAATTGTACATTACATCCCTTCTTATAATTATTATAAATATTAATAATATAACCTTTATAATTATTTTCTACTTTACAATTCTTTGGCATAAATCTTCTCCAAATATAGTCTGAATTTGATAACGTCCCTAAATCTTTATTTACACATGACAGTACACCACAATCTTTCGCACATAAATTGGATAGTATTTGACATTTCGTCTCGTTGGGAATATATTCCATTATATTATCTTCTAAATGGTATCATATCATATATTATTTTAAATTATAAATCAATTTAAAATAATTTTATAAATTTTCATAAATGTAAGAAGACTCAAAAGACATATATTGTGGAGATATAAATATTACGTCTTTATCGTTTGATATAGGTGGTTGGGTATCAAGCAATGTATTATCTTCTGTGAAAACGTAAACAGTTTTTATAGTATTTGGCAATCCTTCAATCATATCTCTTAATTTATTTATCTCCACATTATATGGACGTATTCCAATAGTATGTAAATATTGTAAATTATCGATATGGGCATTAATACTTCGTATAACCCTGCTATGAAATGGTGCTATTATTATTCTATTGGTTGATGGGGTAGACATAGGAAATACAAAGACAAATTCAATATATTTGTTCATATCTGGTATAATATTAATATTATGTAATAAATGTAATATATTATTGTTATTATTTATGTATATTTCATCAATATCTAATGAATATAATAAATTAATAGGTTTATTTATATTATTTAATAATTCTACTATATTCTCTTTATTTTCTTCATTTATTTCATTCCAATTCATGAACAAATAAATATTTTCATATATATTTAATGATAGTAAATGAACTAATAAATTACCTAATATATTTACTTCTTTGGATTTTCCATATTTAATAAATAATGTATCTCCATGAATATATAAATAATCTTTATGATCATTAGATAAATAAAATAAATATCGTAATGTATGTAATGGTTTATTTAATGTAAGTATAAATTGATATATCATGAATATAGTATTGTCTCCAAATAGAAGACTAAATTTTGATTTATGAAGGGATGGATGAGTTGCGACTAGATAAGTTTCCTCTAATGTTTCTATTTGTATAATACCATCTACTTCTTCTACATTTGGTAGTTTATTTATTAATGTTGGAGATACATCATTATATTTTCTATCTTTTCCAGAGACGACAGTTCGTATACAATATCCGGCCAATTGTAAATTATTATCATCATCTTGTATAAATTTTTCTATATCATCAGCATATATAATATTAGATACTATATTACATTCTATTTCTTTAGGTAAATATATACTTCCTAGCATTCTATTATTTGTCTTCCCTTTACTAAATTATATATAATTTGATAATGTATTAAATTATAATATTAATATTGTAGTACAAAAACATATAAATTTATTATGATCATATTTTACAAGGTGATAAATATTGCTTCAATTCACAATATATCGATTTGTAGAATATTATAGAATGTAGATTATAAAAGATAATTATAATTAAAATAGATTATAAAATGATATTAATAGTATGGTTATAAATCAGTATAATTTATAATCTATGTATACCTATGCACGACTAATTTTATAATATTTTATAATTACTAATTAGTAATTATAAATACTAATATCTATATTTAAAACTTATCTTCTCAAATTAAGATATTCTTTTAAGCAATTATAAAATTTTATGAATCCCAACATAACAATTATAGTTTATAAAAAAATTTTATAAACTATATTATAAAATTCTATAAACTATATTTTTTATAATCGCTTAAAAGAATAAATAAAAAATACAAGATAAAATTTAATATAGATATTAGTATTTATAATTAACAATTAGTGATTATGAAATGTTAGAAAATTAGTTGTGCATAGGTATACATAGATTATAAATTATACTAATTTATAACAATACTATTAATATCATTTTATTATTATTTATAATATTATAACTTCATTCTACAAATTATAAAGGTATGATATTCTGTAACTTTATAATTTGTTATAACCCAATCGATGATTGTAAAACGATATTAATAGTATTGTTATAAATTAGTATAATTTATAATCTATGTATACCTATGCACGACTATTCTTTACATATTTTATAATTACTAATTAGTAATTATGAACATTACTATCTATATTTAAAACTTATCTTCTCAAATTAAGATATTCTTTTAAGCAATTATAAAATTTTATAAATCCCAACATAACAATTATAGTTTATAAAAAAATTTTATAAACTATATTATAGAATTCTATAAACAACATATTTTTATAATCGCTTAAAAGAATAAATAAAAAATACAAGATAAATTTTAATATAGATATTAATGTTCATAATTTATAATTAGTAATTATAAATATTAAAAAATTGTCATGCGTAGGTATACATAGATTATAAATTATACTAATTTATAACAATACTATTAATATCGTTTTATAATTCTATAATTCTATAAAGTTATAAGAGATTATAAAATTATAGAATTATAAAGTTATAGAAAATTATAGAATTATAAAATTATAAAGTTATAGAAGATTATAGAATTATAAAATTATAAAATTATAAGAGATTATAGAATTATAAAATTATAAAGTTATAGAAGATTATAGAATTATAAAATTATAAAGTTATAGAAGATTATAGAATTATGAAATTATAAAATTATATAAGATTATAGAATTATGAAATTATAAAATTATATAAGATTATAGAATTATAAAATTATAAAGTTATAAGAGATTATAGAATTATAAAGTAGAGCTTGCCATCATATGATGGCAAGTGCTTCGCCCCATCTTCGATTGGGTTATAATCTCTTATAATTCTATAAGAGATTATAACCAACTCAAAGATGATTACATGACACTTAATATCATTGATATTAAGGATTTAGAAATACATCAATATATATTGTCCCATCTACTCATAACATTATTATATAACTATATAATAATAATTAATACAAGGTTTGCTTTCTTACCTTATCAATCTTTGAATACATATTATTAATCTCCACAATAATCTTATATAAATATATCATAATTATAACACCAACAATACCCATAATAATATTATTAACATAATATATAGATAGATATATTGCATGAAAGACATATGCCGGTAAAATCCATATATAGTATAATAATATTAGAAGACATGCAGATATCAATGCTATCAATGCGAACATATCCTTATCAAGCAACATAGTATTTGGATATGTATTTGTAACAGGATCTAATGCAAAAAATTCAATAATATTATCGACAATTCTATACCATAGGTTAACATAATATTCTTGCATCTTCATATATGATATTCTTGTAACAGCTATAGAATATATATAGGAGATACAATAATATAAGGTTAGAATAACAAAGATAAATAATGAACAATCTGCAATATTTCTAATTATAGAAATATAACTTAATGTTCTAATAACTTTCTTCTTCTTATTATAGGAATTAATAAATGAGCTTTTACGATCACAATCGAATATATTATGATGGATAAACCGTCTCCATATTGCATCAGAATTCGCTACACGATAAAATTTCTTATTTACGTGGGATAATGTATTGGTTAGAATAATTGGAGTTAGATATGAAAATATATTATAATATAATTCTTCGGGAATATCATCCATGTAATTTTACTTTATCACATATCTTTATCTAATTCATTTTCATATAATTATTTCTTTTTATAGGTGGATTTACATATTGATATATTAGATGATGGACGAATAGCCCCTCCTCTATTGGCCTCATTGAATTTTTGTAGTTTATTGTTACCATATACTGAATATTTAGATGGATCTGATATTGTAACTAATTGTTTATCTCCTCCCATATCCCCTAGCTTACCAATAAGATATTTGGCTACTCCTGTCATTTCAACCTCAGATACATCCGTATTATTACCACTATCTGCACATAATCCATAATATAATATATAATTGGAATTGGAATCTTTAGATAAAAGAACACTCTTCGGCTTCACTGGTACATTCCTTCCATAATATTTCTTTAATTCTCTATATATAGAGACATTAATCTGATAATCAAGTCTAGCTAAATTCTCTCTGTCAGAAGTCAAACTTTTAATCTTTATATAAACATCGGAACAACTACTCATATTGTCTTATTTTATCTTACCATATAAAATAATAAAACTGATAAATTTTATATAATAGAATAATGTAAAATGTTATCACTATCCTCCATTGCTTTGGATAACTACATACAAAATAATGCAACCGATTCTGATATAGATTACCTACATAAACGAATATCAGAAGAAGCCCAAAAGAGAAAAGATAAAAGAGATGTCGTACAACAAATAGATAAACTATTTTTGAATTCTGGTATTGACGCAAAACCATTACGAGGTATTATTTATAAAATATCTCAAACTAATAAGACGATATATTGTGGAGATTATGATTGTGGTGTATATCTTTATACATATTATATATCTATAATATATAACATTAACTTATGTTTGGAGGTATTGTATGATACGGATTGTCAAAGATTTAAATTAACATGCAAGGTATTCCTTAATGGTGAAAAAATTGGATATGAAAAACAAACAAGCAACGAAAGAAATAATCAAAGCTATAATATTTATATTGATAAGGACAAGTTTGGAGATTTATTTACGGAGGAAACCTTAACCTTATTATCTACCTTTATTACATTGTATATTAAGGATTGTAGGGAGAGGGAATCTAGATTCATAAATAAGGTATTTATAGAAAGTAAAACACTTAAAGAAGATAATAGTAGTAAATAAATGGAGAACAAGAAGACTAAATTGATAATAGTAGGGTCAGGACCTGCTGGGTTAACTGCCGCTATATATTCTAGTAGGGCAGGATTACATCCAATAGTTGCTGCAGGTTCAGTATCTCCACAATCTATTCCAGGAGGGCAATTAATGATAACGACCGAAGTAGAAAACTTTCCAGGGTTTCCAGATGGTGTTCAAGGTCCAGAGTTAATGGAAAGAATGAGAGCCCAAGCAATAAAATTTGGAGCTATAATAATAGAAGAATATGCAACAGAGTTCAAATTTAAGAATGGAGGTCCCCATCAAGTTAAAATAGGGAAGGAATGGTATGAAAGTTCAGCTATAATATTAGCTAACGGAGCAAGTGCGAAATGGTTAGGACTTGAAGGAGAGGAAAGACTTAGAAATAATGGAATTAGTGCGTGTGCTACATGCGATGGTCCACTTCCTATATTTAGAAAGAAGGATATATATGTGGTTGGAGGTGGAGATTCTGCCATTGAAGAAGCAACTTTTCTTTCTAAATTTGCTAAGAAAGTATATCTATTAGTTAGAGGGGATAAATTTAGGGCGTCAAAAGTTATGCAAGATAGAGCAATGGAGAACGAGAAGATACAAATAATGTTTAATACGAAGATAAGATCTTATCTTGGAGAGGATAGATTAACTGGATTAATTTTGGAGGATAGTAAAACAGGAGATATAAGACAGGTTGAGGCCGCGGGAGTATTTATGGGTATAGGACATGAGCCTTTAACAAAAGAACTAAGAGATAGTGGATTAGATTTGGATGAAGCTGGGTATATTAAGGTTACAAATCATGTATATACGAATATCAAGGGAGTGTTTGCGGCTGGGGATGTTCATGATGTTCATTATAGACAGGCTATAACGGCTGCAGGATTTGGATGTATGGCATCAATAACAGCAGAACGTTGGCTTCAAGATATTTAACATTATAAATTATTATATTATTACATAGTAATATAATTTTCTTATTCTATATAACTATTTTTAATCTTATCCTATAGAATTATATTTACAGGTTATATAATTATTATATTATTACATGGTAATATAATTTTCTTATTATACTTTATAGAATTATAATTATAGATTATAGTTTATAGATTATAGTTTATAGATTATGGATTATATAATTATAGTTTATAGATTATAGATTATAGTTTATAGATTATAAATTATAGATTATAGATTATAGATTATAGATTATAGATTATAGATTATAAATTATAGATTATAGTTTATAGAATTATAATTATAGATTATACTTTATAGATTATAGAATTATAATTATGGATTATAGATTATAGATTATAGAATTACAATTATAGATTATAGATTATAAATTATAGATTATAGAATTACAATTATAGATTATAGAATTATAATTATGGATTATAAATTATTACATAGTAATATAATTTTCTTATCCTATATAATAATCTTTAATCTTATTCTATAGAATTATATTTATAGATTAATGGTGATATAATTATTAAATATAATGATAATATGATATTAGTATTAAGCAAGAAATATTATATAAATTTTATTCTATGTATACTATCCCATGACAATTTTATCTAATTTATATAAATTAGATATTATACTTCCTATATTAAAGTTGTATCCTTATATTATGTTATTCTTTTAAGAGATTATAATCTTTTTATCCATGTTGAACTTATAATTATATATAATAAAAAATTTTATAAACTATATATTACATAATTGTTTACGAACCCCAAAAAACCCGTAATGTCCTAAAAGAATAACTTAATATAAGGATACAACTTTTAATATAGGAAGTATAATATCTAATTTATATAAATTAGATAAAATTGTCATGGGATAATATACATAGAATAAAATTTATATAAATTTATCATTTTACACGATTATCCAATGCAATCTTTAAATATGGAAGAAATTGCTCTTTGAAGACATATGAAAGTATAAATAATTGTATAATAGAGAAATCAGATAATACATTTTCCGCGACTTTATCCCCTAGTACTTCATCCTTATTGATAATTGTTTTCAATGATTTCACATCACCATATAAATCATCTATTAACTTTGACATATATCCATTTCTATTTAATTCATCATATATCCTCTTAGTAAATAAAGCATTATAATATGTCCTAACATCCGAATATTTATTTAATATACTATATTTAAATATATTATATGGAGGTTTTATCAATACATTAGTATTAACATTCCTATTTAATAGTTGGTTCCATATAGGATTGATTGTTCCACCAATTCTATTAGCAACTATCATCGCTAATTTATATAATTCATAATTTCCAATATTTATACAATAACTAATATATCTTGAAGATGAAGCATTTTCATTAACAATATCACTTATTACATATTTAATTAAGTACGTAGCTAAATATATATCATATTCCTTTCTTTGGGTATATACATAAAATAATACACTATTGTATTGATACGATTCAAGGTTGTCTATATTATCCATAATTAACTGATTGCATTCCTCAATAGGTAATTCATATATACCCTTTAACAACATACCATCATCTGTATTATCAAAAATATAAGGCTCCAATCTTCTAAAAGCTAAAGATGGATATGAAGAATATGGAAGCATTTTTAAAATTTTTATTATGGTCTCTTTCCTAAATTTACTTAAATCCTCTCCATTTTCTACATATTTCATTATTATATAATCTTCTTTCGCCATTAATGTCTTCTCATTATTAGTTTTATATTGTACTATTGATTGTTTTTCTCCCAAACGCATATTATGAGATATTAGGAGATCTTGAAGTTTTGTTTTATCTAAGGCATGAGATACCCTGTGTGCTGCTCTAAACATTTCTTGTAGTTCATTAAACTTACTATTCAAATATCCTAATTGTATACTTCTATCTAATAATTGTAAGGAAGTTTTAAAATTTTGTTTTTGTAAAAATGATAATGATGGCCAACACATATTATGTAATTTAATAAATTGAGTATTATTAAGTTCTTTAATTACTTCATATCCATCATTTCCATAAGCTTGTCTTATCAATTGAGAACAATAATTATCTCTAGTATCTTTATTTACCGAACATACATTAAGTATGTCTTCAGGATTAATATTAGTAAATACTTTATTAGATATTTCTTTAGGCAGTGTTGGAAATAATGCATTAGGGTATATCACGTTATCCATCTTTCGTAATCTTTATATATTATATAAAGATTTTAATTTTCATTTTATGGTTGTATTATATTTAACTTATATCTTAGATAATTGATAAATTGTCCCTTATCGAAGATAGCAAATATAAATAATATCAAAATACACATCTAACATATAATTTGGTAGTATTATGAAAATATTTTATTAATATATTATAATAAAACATCTATGGTTGTTATTCATGTTAATACATCATCCTACCCATTATATTTTACGAATTCAGTAAGTTTACATAAATTATAATCATCAATATTAATAATATAATTTGGTATCCTCATTTTATGTGAAATTAATGATATATTAAAGAAGTGTTTGTATAGTTAATGTGCATTATAGACGAACTATCACAACTTCAACATTATATAATTATAGTCAATGCAACATTTGTATGGTTTCAGTTTTTGTTAATAATCTCATAATTATTAAATAGAATGATAATATGACATTGATAGTAGGTAGTAAATACATATAAATCTTAATTCATGTATACCATCACATCATGAAAATTTCACATAAAATAATTCTTATAATGAGTTATACATAATAAATTTTTTATAAACTATGTATTATCTTTCTCTTGTCGTATTTACAAAATTTATATAAAATTGTTATGATGTGGTGGTATACATGAATTAAGATTTATATAGTATTTAATACCTACTATCAATACCATATTATCATTATATTTACTAATTATATCATTATAATGTAGTATAATTAGCTTATAAATTAGTATAATTTTAAACATTATTTCAATATATTAAAATCAGATTTTATATCAGAAAAATAGTACATACAAAATACCGATATAGGATTATATCCATTGAGTATTTTTAATTGTTTGTATACATAATCTAAAATTTCTTTGCTACTTTCCTTTATGTTATGTTTCTTTAAAAATGAAAGAGATAAATATGTAAATGTTGGATCAGCATCACACATATCTGGAAATTCGTGTTTGGATACCATATTATCTAAAGGTTCAATATTTAAACTTTTGATATCTATGTTACTTATATCTTTATAAGATAGCACATTATTATTATTAATAACATGTGTAGTTATTTTATATAAATTAATATCATTCATACATATTATATATTTATATAAATAACGATATTCTTGAGAATTATATACTACAGCATTACCTTCCTTCGCTAATTGAAGAAGATATCCTGCCATATTATAATCATAAGATTGTCTTTGAGTGTAAACACAATATGCTATAAGTTTTATATCATCTTTTATTATTTTACTATTTGTTAATATATAATTATGGACATCTTCATTGTTACCAGTATATAAAAACCTTAATATATCTTCCCTTTCTCCATGAGACATATTATTTATCAATTTTAAAAATAGAAGACGAGGATATGTAGAATATATTAAATTGATAAAAATGCTATATTCAACATTTCTTTTATTATCATAACCTCCATTAATAATATGATCCCCTAAAATATTAAAAGGATAAAGTTTTGAGACATTAACATTTGCTATATCAGTTCTATTATATTTAAATATTATATTATTAATATTAACAAAATAATTATTTGCACCAAATTTACCATTTATTAATTTCGTAATACTATCAATCATTTTCTTTAAAACTTCTGTCTCATATCTTAAGGAAAATGCCCTGTCTAATATATACATTATATAATTAATATCTCGATATGATTTTGCCACAACACAAAAATCGTTCACAAAGTTAGTGGTTGGCCATATTACATTAGTTAATGTTTGGATTTCATTTATGGATAATTTATTGAATATTTGTAATCCCTTCTTACTATAATATTCTTCTATAAGATCATCACATTGAGTTGGATTTATATTTTTAGATGTTCTAACTGCATGGCAAAATGATGGTATGTCATATGGTGAAATCTTTTTGATAATTTCTCTATTGATATCAATAGGCAACTCTGAAAATATATAATTAGGAGCTAACTTATCCCTCGTATCCATTTTATTTATAATATAATATATTATAAATTAATTAGTTTGATATACCAACAATTATAATGATAGTATATAATGAATATGAACTTTATAATATTTAATAATTACTGTCATTTTATGTAGTCATAATAAAGTGGATATATAAGAAATAAGATAATTTATAATACTATTCTATCTAATGCATATCTTAGATAATCGATAAATTGTCCTTTATCAAAGGACGCAAATATAAATAATTGAACTATACTGATATCAAAAAATACATCTAACATAGGATTTGATTGTCGAGATGGAATAAATGATCTCATTGTATGGAAATAGCTTACTATAGATTTATCCTGTAATCTACTTTCATCTATTAATCTACTAATAAATCTTATATTATAATATGACATAATGTCACTATATTCTGTTAATACATTTTTAATATATCCCACCGCAGGTTCTACAGCCAGAACATTATCTATAGTTGTTATTCCTGTTAATACATCATCCCATCTATTATATTTTATAAATTCAACAAGTTTATATAAATCGTAATCACCAATGATAATAATATAATTTGATACCCTGTTAAATATTTCTCCTCTATTATACTTAAACAAATATGCGGCTAAATGGACATCATAATCATTATCACCATTATCATTTTTTCTTTGAGTATAAACAAATGGAAGTAATTTCTTAATATCATCTTTTATACTATCTAATCTATTTAAATTATTTCTAATATAATTATTACATTCACCTAAGGGCAATTCATATATTTGTTTTAATATCATTCTATCCGCAAATGTATCATTAACATATGGTTTCGTTTCCTTCTTACCATCAGTCCAATCTTCTGCGACAAAGATATATGATTTCAGTATATTAAACACTAATGAAGGATATGATGAAAAATTCAATAATGATAAACATTTAATAATATATTTGTAAGACCATTTGCTTATATCTCCTTCATTCTCTATATATCGTAGTAATGAATAATTATCATTCTCTATTTCTCCTTCTCCAATATTATTTACTTTTACTAGCTTTCTATCCTTTGGTAAGTTTCCTTTCATTCTTAAGGAATAAGATAATAGTAAATTATTTGTATACTCTCTATATACAGAAAATGACTTATTATATGCTATCTTACCAATCTCATTTACTTCATCATTATAAGATAAGGATAATGCTCGATGTAATAATTGTGTTATTATTCTATCATCATTTTGTTTAGAAGTAAAATCTAATGTTGGCCATAACATATTACTTAATTTTACAAATTGTTCATAAGTTAAACTATTGATAACATCATAACCATCTTTGCCATAATATTTTATTAAGGCATTTTTACAGGAAGACATATCCCTATTCACTAAACATATATTTGGGATATCTTGAGGTGCAACTTCCGATAGTATAATGTTTGATATCTCTCTTGGAAATATTGGATACTCTTCCATCTTTTATTTATTAACATAGATAAAATGATTTTATAATTATTTATATTTGAAATAATGAAGAAATAAGAAATGGAATTCAACCCTGCATTAGATTATATAAATAATTGCAATAATGAAGATATACTGCTGTCATTAGGAGATAATATTAAGAAAAGAATGAAGGTGATAAAAAAAGGAAGATATTAGAAAAATCGTTACCTGATGCAGATGTACATAACGAGTTATTCAAGAGTAAGGTGAAATCATTGAAAATAGATAAATATGGATTTCATATAAGTTTTGTCTCTGGTCACGTTATAAATTTATATAATGACTGTTCATTTAATTATATGAATCATCCAACGTTTGATTACCTTGTGGATAATGATAATAATCCAGTTAGTCCATTAATAATAATGAATCAAAAAGTAGGACATTTAATGAGAGCATACAAATATAATTACGAGCCTTATGAATCTATATACGATCGTTATATGTCATTGGTTGTACAAGACTCCGTACTTTTACAATTTATTTCATATATTGGATTAGAACCTAGTATTATTTATGTTAAAAATTAAAGAAAGTATTAAATAAATATATTAGTACGTATTCTGATTCATATAATAAGAGGCCTAAATTAATTAAGGATATAAAAATTATTAACGAAGAGGAATATAATAAAAAATATACTATTGATATATCAAAAGTAAATATACCCTGTAAATTGGCAGACTAGATAATAATAGGTGTAATAGTTATTTAGTCTGGCATATGATTGATTATCTATATTCTTATTAAATTTATAATATAATGACAAAATGTACAAGGTATCAATGCTTATTTTATATATAAATTATTTCTATAGTGGTACTACACATGAAATTTTTATGAGATTAATTGTATTTAAAATTTTTATAAAAATGAAAAGTTTCATGTGTATTACCACGATAGATACAATTTATATATAAACTGGGCATTGCTACCTTGCACATTTATCCTTCTATTATCTCCTTACATCATTTTATAAGATAGTTATACAATCTATGATATATACTATAATCAATAATTTATATTATAATCTATAATATAAATTATAATGTAGTCTATTATATACTTTATAACATAGATATATAATAAATATAATAGTTATATAATTTATAATATAGTTATATAACAATATAATAGTTATATAATTATTGTATGTAAACCTTATAGAGTTACAACAGATAAAGATTGTTTTAATGACTCACTTGCCTTTTCTGGAGTACTAAAACATCCAATAGTATATAAACATACAGGATTCATATTTTCTGAAATTTTACCACCATGTCTTCCATAATAAAATCTTGAATCTAAACTATCAAAATTTTCATAATTATTAGACATAAATTCACATAGCATATGTAAAAATGTTTCATTATTTTCCTCATATAATTCAGATATTAAAACTGGATCAATAGGTTCTAACTTAATAGTATCAATATTGATATTTCTCATACTTGAAGAAGTTAGATTTGGTTTATATCTTAAATTATATGCTATTTTATAAAGATTTATATCATTTAAACAAATTGCGTATCTTATAATTTCCACAAATGTGTAAAATTCTAAAGCATATTTTAATAAATATCCAGAGAATATAGCATCACGATCATCTCTTTGTGTATATGCAACAAAAATTGCTTCTCCTAATTTCTCATTGTCTGATATAATATCATGACTGTTTAATATTTTATTATGAACATCATACAATGGTCCTGTATATACATACTTAAGAAATTCATGTGTGAAGTTCACATTAGAACCTAAAAAATATGGTTTAACCTTATTAAATGCCAAATTAGGAAAAGTACAAGACAAAATCATGTGAATTAAATCATATATTTCTATGAATACTTGTTCATTATACATATATGTAGATTTGGAAGTATATCTAGTTAGTACTAATTCTGGATTGCCACCATTCTCTAAAAATGAAGGAATATAGGGATATACTCCAGTTTCGTAATGCAGTTCTTTTATATCACCTCTATTATATTTAAATATTATTTCATCCACCATATTAATAAGATTAATAATTTCATAATTATTCCTATTTAATTTACTTTCATATTTTCTAATCATTTCTTGTATCTCTACATTATTATATTTTATAACAAAAGCTCTCTTTATAATATTCATGGAGGCACCATTTAAAAGTAAGGGGGAGGTAATTTTAGTAATATCTAAGGTTTCGGGAACCGGCCATATTAGATTATTCAATAGTATAAATTCTTGTAAGGTTAATTTTTTAATGATATTTAGCCCTGTTCTTCCATAATAATTTATTATAATATTTTGACAATTTGAGATATTCAAATCATTGGAGGTGGATATTACGTTACATAATGCTGATATATCTTGAGGAGCTAAGTAGTTAAGTATTACTGTATTTAGTTCAATAGGTAAATTGGGAAATATAGTCCCATGAGATCGTTTCTCATTTAAAATTGATGAAGATAAATTACGAGACAATATAGTTCCCATATTTTAATATTTTATATTTATAACTATTTTTTTATCTATAAGATATTTTATAATTATGCCATTACTTCGTAGATTATATAGTTGTCTTGTAGTGGATTCGATATATATTTATAAAGCTACATAAGAGAAAATAGAAAGAGAAAAGATGTATAGATAGTACGGATTAATTTATCAATAAATTGTAGTCAATGGGATAGTATACATGAAATTTTTAATATAACTATTATACAGATGGGATATTTTATGATATAATATATGTATATTAGCAATTAACTACAATTTATACATAAATTAATCCATACTATCTATACATCTTTTCTCTTTTTCATTTCACAAATGTAAGACGACGTTAGAAGATCATAATTTATAATATTATTATAATATATAATCTATAATATAATAACAATTATATAGGATAAGATTAAAGACAATTCTATAATCTATAAGTATAACTTATAATTTATAATCTATAAAGATAATTCTATAGGATAAGATTAAAGACAATTCTATAGGATAAGATTAAAGACAATTCTATAGGATAAGATTAAAGACAATTCTATAATATATAATTTATAATCTATAATAATTCTATAGGATAAGATTAAAGATGATTATATAATCTATAATAACAATTATATATAATTAGATTAAAGACAATTATATAACAATATTATATTATATAATAATTTATACTTTGTCGGCAAACGGATCATATAATTTAACATTCAATCCTGGATTATGATTCCATTCCTTTTTGTTCTTGGTAAATTTAACTTCTCTTAGAAATCCATCAACCCACATCTCAACTCTGGTAATTACACCATTCTCATTATAAAATATTCTATCTCCATGCAATATACCCTTCTTATATTCCTCTTCTAAACAAGGTCTTTCCCTATCAATGCAATAATGTGTAGTCAATCCATGTAGTTTACCATTCACATAATTAGCACGACATTGCAATCCTCCACTTATATAATAACATTTATATTCTCCATCCTTAACTCCATCCTTAACTCCATTCTTATATTCAACACTACATAATTCAATATTATATCCACCTCCTTTAACTTTACATACTCCGTGCAACTTCCCCTCATTATAAAAATATGTCCTCTTCCTTTTATTTATTGTATCATATGCTCTACCATGTAATACACCAAGGTGATAATTACATACCATCTCCAACTCCTTGGTTTGCACATTTATATATTTACATTCTCCATGGAAAGATTTATTAGGACAAACCCCTGCATATATCTTTACACCTCTATTCTTTATGGTCATATCACATACCTTCCTCCTCACCCATAACTGAATCATATCATCCCTATTCTTTAATAATTCGGAAGAAATAGATTTACAAGATTGTATTAGCTTAAACCACGCATCAGGACGACATTTTGCAATTAATAATATTATATCCCTTGGTAATATTACATAATCCATTATTTATAATAAACATTATTATAAATATATAAAATCAAATTGTTGGATATCAAATATTTAATAGGGATGCTTTTACTTCTTTAGTTGCCGCATTAACATTACTAAAGAGAGAGATGGTGAATACTTTAATTGGGCTTATTTTCTCCAATATATTATTCCCTAAATTATCATATATATATCTTTCTTCTAAGCTATTAAAATTTCTGCCACTTAAGCGATTATTCTTTATGAATTCACATAGTTTATATACAAATAAAACCTCATCATTTTCATATGAAGATGTAATTATTTCATTATATATTGGCTCTACACTCGATTTAGAAAAATCAAATTCTTCCATTTCTCTAAATAATATCTCTCCTCCATATTGAGCCAGTGTTACAGCCTTATACAACATTATATCATCCATACCAATAGAATATTTAATTGCCTCGGCATATGATATATAATCATTTAAAGTATATCTTAATAAAAAGGCGGCAACTCCATAATTATAATTATCTCTTTGTGTGTAAACTATAAAAAGAAATCTTTTTAATTTACTATTATTCTGTATCATCTGATCACTACTCTCTATTCTTCTATGAACATCATCTAATGGAGCGCTATATACATATCTTAAAAATTCGTTATTTTCATCATTATCATAAGCTAAGAAATATTTCTTAATATTATTAAATGCTAATTTTGGGAATGTACAAAATAACAGCGGTCTAATTAAGTCATATACATTCTTATAATATGAGGCAACATTATCATTATATAGCAAGCTTGGATCCCCTCCATTTTCTAAATAACTGGCAACAGCATTTACTGCATACACTGGTTGATCACGGTTTATTTTCTCTATATCAGATCTATTATATTTAATAGATAATTTCCTAATTAGCTTATCTAAAAGCTTACTATCCATGGAAATTTCTTTACCAAAATTGTTATTAACCATAATATAAGCACGTTTTATAAGTTCTTGTAAAGTTTCAGTATTATATCTTAAACTAAATGCTCTCTCTAGTATAACATTAATGTAATTGACATTATCATTAATAATGTCAAAACTATTAGACTTTGGCCACATTAGATTATTTAATATTGTGAATTCTTCTAATGTTAAATTTTTAATTATATTTAACCCTTGCTCTCCATAGTATTTCTTTATAACATCTCCACAATTTGAGGTATTGATAATATTAGAAGTAGTAATAACAGTACATAACGCTGGTATATCTTCTGGATTTATATTATCAAGTATTTCTTTGTTTAATTCCTTAGGTAAGTAAGGAAATAAGGAATTAGGGGCTAATATATCTTGCATCTTCTTTATATTGTCTTTATTTTATTAATAAAATAAAATAATATTGTGTGTCATTATATTCATCAGTGAATCATTTTTTTACTCCAATATCAAGTTTATATATTCAATTAACTTAATTAAAGAATATATTTTTATCATAAGATTATGATAAAAATATATATATTAAAAATACATAAAATCTTAGTGAGATATATAACTAATTACCTTTATAAAAATTTAAGTTTTTCTTTAATAAGGTCTATCAAAGGTTGAAAATCTTCCGGCATTACAAAATATGCTAATGTAAACAGAGCAACAATATCATTAACATTAATATCCAAATTTCCTGTTTTCTTTGAAAATTTTCCCGCATTTAATGGATCATATGTTAAAATCTTATTAGTTTTATCAGATAATTTATCTAAGAATGACATAACCATATAAATACTAGGTACATCATTTCTTATACTTGAATACCATGATTTAAAATTATATTCTTGGGATAATAAATAATTTCCTCCCTTTATATTCAATGATAATATAGCATCGAGGGATTTATTATATTCCTCCTTATTTCTCATAAAATATCTAGTATATTTGAATAATTCTACATCATTCATTAAAATAGCATATATAGATGGATCAGAAAATTGTGTTCTATTAGAAAGATATCCAGCAAATCTTCTGTCGTAGTTATTTCTTTGGGTGTATACTGTATATAAATATTTAGTTCTCTGTTGCAATCCCATAATAGTATTATGAACTTCTTGTAATTCTCCTTCATATACAAACTTTAATAGTTCATGCAATCTCCTGTCTTCGGCCACAGATATATCCTCCTCATCCTCATAATATTCATCATCATATTCATCATCAGGTACTTGCATAATCTTTGGTACATCTAGTAAGTATGGTAATATTTTAGAAAAGTAAAAACGTGGATATCCAGATTGTCCTATAGCATCCAGTAATAAAAATATATTATAATATTCCTCTAATTGTCTTCCACCTCTCTCAATATACAAACAAAGATCATTCGGATTATATCTAGATATTTTATTTAATACATTGGGATTAAGAGGTATCACATCAACCCTATTATAATTTATTCCAAGTTCCTCAATGAACGTTTTTGCGATAACATACCAGGTACCAATAATACGTCCTCCTTTTAATCTTATATCTTTGCTTGTATTATTAGCAATTTCTCGATTACATATATCTAGCATATCTATAAAGAACTCTTTTTTGTAGTTAAGATCATATGCCCTTTTGATAATAAGTTGCAATTGATCATGATCTACAACACTTAATATAAATTGTTTGGTTGGAAAAATATAATTACTTAGTTTGGTAAGTTGCTCCATATTTAATGAATTAAAAATAGTGACACCCTTTTCTCCATACCAAGTTCTTAATATATCGGTACATATGGAGCTTTTGCTTAAATTTTTATTTGTCCTGGATATTTCACATAAAACTGGGATGTTCTCTGGATCTTGTCTAATAACAAGATCATTTAACTCTTTTGGTAGAGTAGGAAATAGATATTTTTCAGATATAATATTAGCCATCGTTGTTTTTCTATTATTCTTTTTATATTATTTATTTTTTAAATCAATATAATGTATTTTTAAGTTGTAATGATCAATTATAGATACATATAATAATGACTATAATATTAATAATTGATGAACATTAAATAAACTGTCTATAATGTAAATATGATTTATATTATATATTATACAGAAAGATATTTTCCCATAAATTACCTTATTTTATAATTCTTGTATGATAAAGTTATCTTATAAGTTATTTTATATTATAGAATTATAAACCAAATGACTGTGGTGTGTCCTATAATTTCCAAAAATACGGGTACTTGAATCACTTATTGACTATATGATATAATATTAGAAAACGTAATAAAATGAATTATTAAATGTTATATCTCGTGGGTTAAAATGCAATCATTACAATGTCATGCCTTATTAAATTATGTATCTAGTTGCGATAATGAAGAGGAGTTAAAATCTTTAAAGGAAAAAATCTCTGAGAGAACCAAGAAAATAAAATTAAAAAAATTATTGAATAATTTATTTCCTGATGGAGATACACACAATGAATTATTTAAAAGTAAAATTATTAGTCTTAGCAGACGTAAAGAATATATGTCATTTCAACCAGGACATTATGTTTCCATCTATAATATACTACTTTGTGAAGGACATATGATTACATTGACATGCGATACATTCCAGTCCGTAAATCTTATATCATTAGATTCTTCTTCAATAAAAAATACTCTTGGAGATGTTAGAAGTGGACGTACTGGTGTTTATGATGATAATTATATTCATGTTATTGACTTAAACACCAAAAAAGTTTTAAATTTTCTATCTAATTTAGGATTAGAAAATAATAAAATATATGTAGAAAAGTTAAGATGTCTATTGCAAGAGCATATTAAAAAATATTTAAACTTTACACTACAGATACATACCGAAGACACATATATTAAGTTATATAGGTCTCATGAATCATAAATCATCATTATTTTGGTGATTATATATTATATCTTCATATTATATAATACAAACTAAAGTGATATAGATTCCATTATATAAAAATATAATGTATTCGAACGTTGGGTAAAATTGATATTATAAATTATAAATAGTTGTAAGACAAAGGGATAGAAGATGGACTTACCAAGTTTTACAAATGAGGAGATTTGGGAGTGGTTAGGTGATCGTGGTGTGTTTTTCTATGATAAGACAAGCAACGCATCATTTAATAGTACATCGTCCCAAATGATGAAGTGTTTTGACTATTTATCCCATAAGAATGGTAAGTTATATTTTAGATTAAAGGAAAACTGTTATGACAACGGATTAGGAGATGTGATGGGATGTATTGGGGATAGTCTTGGAGAGAATAAAAGTGATGAAGTATTCGAACTTTGGACCCATGATCCGGAAGATGGGGAAGAATTTGATTGCATTGAGATAAACAGAAGTCTTAAACAATCCGAAGTTTATTAATTTAATTGATTTAATTATTTATTACATATATTAAATAAATAATGTTATCCTTATTTAATATTGCATTAAATAATTATATAGAAAACAAAGCAAGCTATAAAGAACTGTCTTATATACAGGAGAAAGTTAGTAATGAAATTAATAGAAGAAAGAATATATCTTTATTACAGGACTTATTATATAATGATAATATGAAAATATTGAAGGATAAAGTTGTGGAAATAAATACTATTAAATTTGGAGAAGATGAAACCCTTTATATTGTGAAGTTTATAGGGGATAATATTATTAAATGTAGGACTATAAATTTTGAATATGATGATAATTTACATACTTCTGTCTTTTATAATTCTAATAATATAGGATATGGAGGATTAACAGATAATGGATATGATATTACATTGAAAAGAAGTAAGATACAGGAATTATTTACTCTCATTGGGATTGAGGATTGCGATGTGGCATATGATACATTATCCACATTCTTATTAAACTTTATATATAATGAGAGTATTACTGGAGTTGTATATTGTGACAATATGTAGTTATCTTATATTATTTTGTCATATTGAATCCAATATGAAATATATATTCTATTATTTATTCGTTTAAGTTAATATCATAGTTTTATGAAATTTATAATTTTATGATGTTGATAATTAAATATTTTATAATATCTTATATCCTAAGTTAATATAAAATATGTTATATAATTATAACCTGGGTAAAAACTGGATGATTTTTCTTATTTTATAGAATTCTGATGTTACATTTATTTCTTTAACGTAATATCGTCCAAATAACAAAATTAAAATTTTTGGGTATCGTTGATTTAATCTTGTATATAATATTATATCATTAATTAATATTATATATTAAAATTAATATGAAATATGTTATCCTAAACGACAATATTACATTTATTCCTTTAGTGTAAAATAATAATGAATAATAATTATTTATTATAGATATGAAAATGGAGCCTAATAAACTTGTTACTATATCATTAATTAATTACATACAAAATAGCGCAAATTATAAAGAACTACAATCCCTACAAAATATTATCAAAGATGAAATGGAAAATAGAGATAGTAAAATGTTATTAGATAAATTGCTGCCAAATGATACAGAGGACAATATCCTCTTAAAAAATAAGATAGTCAAATTATCTTATAAAGAAGATAAAAGTCAATTTAAGATCGATGAACCTTGCACCTCTAATATATGGACCATTAATTTCATTAATAATAATAAATTGAGCATAGAATTATATGAAGAAGTATATATGTTTAATGCTTATGTTTATTATTATTATAATGAAGGTATGGAATTTGCAGGATCCAATTTTGATAGTTCCTTAATAAATTTAGATAAAGATATTATAAAGAATTTATTTACAAATATAGATATAATACCTAATAAAAGTATATTTACATCTTTTTTATTATTTTTACGATCTTATGTGGATGATCATAGATTGTCCTTATTTCAATACAAAAATAAGAACATTAATATTTATTGTGAATCTCCTTGATTTTTATCTTCATGTAATTTTATAAAATAAAAGTTTTTGTGGTCATCTTCTTAACAATTTAATGTTTAAATAATTTTTCATATTTCATTTTATAAATATTAATAGTGGATATATTGGATATGCGAAATTTTAAAGTATAGTAACTATTAGTATTTGGTAAATTGATATAATATAATGTATTAATAGACAATTCAAAATGGACAGAGATATAATTCATAATATTATTCACTCATATATCTATAATAAAAATGTGAATATGGAAGAAAGAGTAAAATCTTATGACACACTAATTAATAATTATGATGATCAATATGCATTTGAAGTGATGTTATATATTATTAGAAAGAGCCAATCGGATTTGTTTCCAGAGCAATTTCGCCAATTTATTGTAAATAAGTATTTAGATTCGCTTATGAATCCTTCTAGAGACAAACATCTTGTCTCTATGATTACTAATTGGGATAACAGACACCTAGAATCTGATACATTATCACAAACTATCCTATCAAAATACAATAAATAATAAATATTATAATATATAGTACATATTATATATTATATGAATAATCTTATACATTAAACTGTTTAACATTAATTTTGGTGTTAAAATAACATATATCATTCTAATATAATATTGATATTAATTTATCACTATCTTAATACATTATTTATTATATTATATATATAATAAATAATATCTCTAAACTATATATAGTATATAGTATATAGTATATATAATAATTTATAAATCTTGTATACTATATATAATATAAGAATATGGGAACATGGGAAAGTGAAACTATGTAATAAAAATAGGATGTAATAATTTTGGTATTGATTCTTACTTAGTAATGTAATATTAAGTAAAAATTTGGAATTGAAAACTGTAAATGGTTCAACAAAACAAAGTTATAAAAAATTTTTTGAAGAGGTAGAAGTTATAAAAAATTTTTTGAAGAGGTCGAAGTTATAAAAAATTTTTTGAAGAGGACAAGTTGTAAAAATATTTTTTGAAGAGGACATTATAAAAAAATTTTTGAAGAGGACAAGTTGTAAAAATATTTTTTGAAGATGATGAAGTTGGAAAAATATTTTTTGAAGAGATCGAAGTTAAAAAAATTTTTTGAAGATGACATTATAAAAATTTTTTTCGAAGAGGACATTATAAAAATTTTTTCGAAGAGGATAATTTATAAAATAGTTTAAAGAATATAATATAACAAAATGATACAGATTATACACAATGGAACTTACATGAATCAATAATGTATAGTATGAATTTATATAAATTACACATATTTATATTATAACAAGAAAGATGATAATTATTTTATATTTTTAATAATTATAATTTTCTATGTAGTAGATCATAAAATTATAATATATGTAAATGGGTTTATAATGATATCATTGTGTCACACCTTATTATTTACACAATTTATTTCTTTATAAAATTATAATTTTATTTTTGTATATACATAATAAATTATTCTTTTTATAATATTAAAGTTAATATCAAAGATGAGATACAATAATAAATTATTTGGATTATTTCTTTAAGTTAATATCCTAGGTTCATAAAATTATAATTTTAAATTGTCGATAGTTAAATATTTTATAACATTATATATCATTAATTAATATATAATATATAACTGAAAACTAACTTATATAAAAATTCGATGAATTTTCTTATTTATCTTTAATATCTAATATTAACTTTAATATCAAAGATGGTATCCAATAATATAATATTGAGATTATTTCTTTAAGTTAATATCCTACTTTCATAAAAATTATAATTTTAGATTGTAGATAGTTAAATATTTTATAACATTATATATCATTAATTAATATATAATATATAACTGAAAATTAATTTATATAAAAATCGATGAATTTTCTTATTTTATCTTTAATATGTGATATTAACTTTAATATCCTACATTCATAGAAATTGTCAATAGATAAATATTTTATAACATTATTAATGTATTATCTTAAACACTTTATAATTGATTTTATTATATAATATTAAAATTATAAAATGCTCTCTATACCATCACTCCAAAGTAATATCATAATAAATTATATACAAAATAGTGCAACAGATGAGGAAATAAAACTATTCTCCAAAACTATTAAGGAGGAAAAGAAGAAACGAGAAAATAATAATAAACTAAATGCTTTGTTACCATTAACTAGCAATGACAATATCCTATTACGAGATAAAATAGTTAATATAGAGTTAATGAGGATACTAACTCTGATTATTATACAACTATCAGAAAAATATATAAGATTAAATTCACTAATGGTAAATCTATATATTTATCTCTATGTGAAAATAATGAGGATTTTGATAAATATATAGAATATGGAAATATTAAAATAGGTAAAAGGAAATATTTTAATAAAGATGATGATGAATATTATAATTTACGACATACCATTCTCGACAAAGATAAAGTAATATTTATGATACAAGATATAGGATTAGAAGCAACAGAGGAAATGTTAGAAACTATTAGAGTACTATTACATACATATATTAATGTTACTACGAATACTAAATATGATTAAAGTGTTGTATATAACATAGAATACAATGAATGACGATACGGTTTTATATTATATACAAAATTGCAGAAATGAGAAAAGCTCAATAATTATAAAAAAGAAAGTAAACGAAGTCTTATTAAAACTAGATACTAGAAATATCTTAAATGATATGCTATATGACAATACACAGGAAGCTCAAATATTAACAGATTATATATTAACATTAAAAAATACTATACATCCTAATGGACCATATTATTATACAATTACGTTTACAAATAACCATCATATTAAAATAGAAGCTACATATTTTATGGAACTAAACCTTAAAGTATTTTGGATTGATTATAATGGAAATGGTAATAGTATTAAGTTAGGAAAGGTTGGAGATTCATATGAACTTCCTCGAGTAATTGTTATGGATGAGAATAAAGTATCTCAATTATTAAAATCTATAGGATTGGTCCCATTTCTAAATCTTATAAAGATTTATATATAATTTGTTGTGTCAATATATAAATTATCCTCTACGAAATGAAATTATTTCAAAATGTATATCAAAGATTAAATAAACATTACTTTCATCCTTTATAAAGGATGATGTCATTACAATATCATATTATTAGAAATTATATCCAAAATACAGCAAGCGATAAATAATTACAGAGTAAAGGAATGTTAGACAGAATAAACAGCTTTTAGATAAACTATTGTCTGGAGATGATAGATTAAATATGTTATTAAGAGAGAAAATATTAAATATCGAACATAACTCTATAAAATATTATAATGAAACATGGGAAATAAATTTTGCGAACTGTGGTAATTTAAAATTTGATGTAATTTATAATAGAGAAATGATAAAGGTTGAAGTATGTATTTATGATGACAATATTGCAGAATATATAGTTAGAGATGTTAATGAATGTGATGACGTATGCATGTTGTGATATTATATTAAATAAGTATAATTATAAGATCCTATGTTAACCATAGGATAATAAAATCTATAACATACATCTCATAAATGATTATATAAGACATAATTTATGTCTTATTTATAATGCTATAATCTTTAATATTATTATATTGTTATAATATAGTTAATATTAACCTTAATTTATAATAGTATATTTTCTTATATTATATAAGTATAATGTATAAATTTATTATATGATAGTTAGTTGTTATATTATATATATATAATAAGTTATATCTATATAATATATAGAAACTCAAAAAATGAGATAAGTGAGATAATACACATAAAATATATAATATGACAATTTTGGTATTGAAAGTCTTACTTAGTAATATTATAATAAGTAAAATTGGAAGATTAAAGAAGATGAAATGTAAAATTTTTTGAAGAGGTCGAGTTGTAAAAAATTTTTTGAAGATGGTGAAGTTGGAAAAAAATTTTTGAAGATGGTGAAGTTGGAAAAAAATTTTTTGAAGAGGTCGAAGTTAAAAAAATTTTTTGAAGAGGACGAGTTGGAAAAAAATTTTTTGAAGAGGACAAGTTGAAAAAAATTTTTTGAAGAGGACGAGTTGGAAAAAATTTTTGAAGAGGACAAGTTACAAAAATTTTTTATCTTCCTCTTTGTTCTTACTCTCGGTTCTTGCAGAACGAAGTGAGATAGCACAAGCGAGATAGCGAAGTGAGATAGCGTAAGCGAGATGGCTATCTCACTTCGTTCTGCAAGAACCGAGAGGAAGAAGCAAGAGGGCGAGATAGCGAAGCGAGATAGATGATGAGGTAATGGAATAAAAAACTTTCAATCATATCATCTTACGCTTACTTATAATAATATCGAAGAAATGTTATAAATATGTCTTGTTTTATAAAATATAATTTTTTATATTGTAGTGTAGGAAAATTTTAAATCATACAAAATGGATTTACGTAGACCTTGTGTAGTTTATTCTTATTTATGAAATTTATATTTTTAAAGGATTCATATTTTTATTTCATCAGTTGTAATTATATTTTCAAAATAAACATTTATAACTTAATATAAACAGGACTAATATTATAGTCGTTAATTTACAATCTTTAATTATATACTATATTTTATGATCCTATTAGTATGAATGATTTTATAATTTATTATATGATATGATTATAAAAGATTATGTTATAATATAATTCTCACCTCCGGTAATTCGCATCTTTGTGTTATCATGTTGGATGACAGTCTGGGTTATACATATAACTTATAGATTTATATTATAAAATAATTATAATAGATGAAATAAAAATATGAATCCTTTAAAAATATAAATCTTATAAATAAGAAGGAGATGTAGAAAGTTTGCATGAACATATTATTCATAATTTAAAATTTTGTCTATTTTCAGTACGATAAGCATATATTATACAAACATAGTATATTATATACATAATTGACATAAAATCATATATAAAGAGTTTCATAAATTCATCATCTCTAAAATTTTTTAATCTCACCACATCATCTTCAAAAAATTTTTTCAACTTCATCATCATCAAAAATTTTTTAATCTTGTCCTCCTCAAAAAAATTTTTTCAACTTCATCATCTTCAAAATATTTTTTCAACTTCATCGTCTTCAAAATATTTTTCAACTTCATCATCTTCAAAAATTTTTTTACAACTTCATCATCTTCAAAAAATTTTTACAACTTCATCATCTTCAAAATTTTTTTTACAACTTGTCCTCTTCAAAATTTTTTTTACAACTTCATCATCTTCAAAATTTTTTTTTCAACTTCACCGTCTTCAAAAAAATTTTCAACTTCATCGTCTTCGCTTCGTGTAGATGAATTTTTTCATCGCATCACCTCTTCTTTAATCTTCCAATTTTACTTATTATAATATTACTAAGTAAGACTTTCAATACCAAAATTGTCATATTATATATTTTATGAATGAAATCTCTGTTATCTCATCTTTGGTCTTCTATATATTATATATATATTATATAATTAATCTTATATAATATATATATAACAAGAACACAGTCTTGTAAATTTTATTGTGAAACAAAATAATAAAATACTACTGTATTACATATAGACTCACATTCGTGTTCTTAAAATTCTTACTCATAATAAATCTTTAATTTATATTCTCTTATGATCTTATTCTATAAGTCTAATTATTATTTTGTATAACTATTTATTTTATAAAATATAAAATAACTTATAATTGTAAAATATGAGACAAAAAGGATATTGACAATGGTAATGTAGATATGTATATATTTGACTTTACGGGGTAGTATACATGAAACAAAAAATAAGATACAACATAATCATGAGTTATATAATCATATACATATCAATACTAAATTAATATTATATTACTTAACTTACACAATTTTGTTTCATGTATACTACCCCGTAAAGTCAAATATATACATATCTACATTACCATTGTCAATATCCTTTTTGTCTCATATTTCACAATTATAAGTTATTACAATGTTATAAATATTAGATAAGCAACTTCATCTTATCATGTTTAATGTGTGGAGATAACTTTATAAGGAGGAAAATATAAATACAATATGATATTGATGTTGTGGGGTTAAGTTAATATAAATATCAATCTATGTATACCACCACATGGAACTTTTATATAAAAGTATTATCTAAATTGTATAATTTAGATAATATTTTTATATAAAAGACTCAAAGGATAGTACACATGAATTGATATTTATATGAATTTATCTCCATAAGATCAATACCATATTGTATTTATATTTTCCTCTTATATACTTTTTGATGTGAGAATAAGATGAAATAAGAGAAGATTAGATAGAATGTAATTAACACATTAATGAAATACATTATATTAATATAAAGATGTCAACTATTTCAAATTTACAATATTATGTTATTAAAATTATATACAAAATACTGCCACTATTGAGGAAATACAAATGCTAAAATCCATAATTATGGAGGAAGAAGAGAGGATAAACAATAAGAAGTTATTATATACATATCTTCCAGAAAGTAACGAACATAATTTATTAATAAAAGATAAAATAATAACTATATCTCATAAAACAGAACAAGAATATAATAGCGATTTTAATTTAATCATCAACGATATATACACTATTAATTTTATAAATAATAATATCTTTAAATGCTCAATAAAGGAAGACCAATATGGGTTTAAAGTTAATATTACATATAATAATATTAAATGTGGTGAAGATAGACGTCGTGTGGGAATTGTTATATATGAATCCAAAGCAAAAGAAATAATAATTAATATAGGATTACAACCTAATTCTGATGTACTAAGATCATTCTTAATATTCTTAAATAACTTTATAGATCATTATATGTTTAAAATATTGTATGTTAATGAATAAAGTATTAATTGATTTTATAATTATAAAATTAATGTTTATAACATAATGAATACCAGTCACATTCAATTCCTCATCTCTGAAATTTACAATGTCACGAATACCATTAATAAAAGAATTCAAGCTTTCGATATTCTTTATAGCTTGTATGATAGTGAATATTCCTTTAATGTTATGTTATATATTATTAGAAAGAGTAATGAGGATCTCTTTGCAGATGAATTAAGAAGAGCAATTGTCAATAAATATTTATATAATCTTCTTACACCATCTAGGTCCCAACATTTAATTAATATGATTGATAATTGGGATAATAGACATTTAAAATTTGATGAATTAGCACAATATGTGTTATCTAAATGTCAAAACTTAACTCATTAAACCTATTTGAACATGAAATTTATAATTATAGATTTCATATATATAGTATAAAATTATAATTGATTATAACTTTATAATCAATTATAATTATAAATGTATTGTAAGTTATAGAAAGTTATGTGGTACAATTATAAATGTATTATAAATTATAGAAAGTTATAATAATAAAGTTATTATAAGAAACTATAAAGTTATAATAAAGATTATACAAAGTTATATAATTTTATGAGAGATTCAAATATATTCTATCGAATATATTTAAAATTAGTACAAGTTACACATACAATTATTATTTCTATTATTTGGTAATCATATATAACCTATATACTACAAAGTTTCATCATTCTATAATTATAATCATGAAGACACCCTAGATCAGTCCCTGAGTTGAACACCAATCTATTGGATTATAACAAATAGAAGGTATAGTAAAGTACCCATTATATGGTGCTCGATGAAGAAAATTATTATATTTAATTCTATGATAATGTACTATATTCCTTCCGTCTACATTAATCTTCCTAACCATAGATATATCTCTAATGCAGTCAAATTCAAAATCTAAACTAATCAATGCCGTATATGGAAATTTACATCTTTTATTACCACTTGATAACCCCGTATATTCATCATACCTATCAACTGGAATAGGAAAATCATCGAATTCTGTTTTTAACGTTAATGGACGTACTTTCTCACCTCGTTGTTTCATATTAAGTGAATCTTGTACTGTATATAAATTACGCAAACTAGCTTTATTATTTATTTCATCCATGAAAGTATGTGGTATTCCATTAACATTTTTAATAATATAACATCTTTCCGAAGCAGAGGATCCAAAAATAGCATATGTTGCATTAGGTAAGAAAATCATTCTGCCATTTCCTCCACCAATATCAAGATATATTTTCTTTTCTTGATAATTTAATGCAAAGGTAGATTCAGATTCGACTAATTTTGTGCCATCTGGAGTTGAATATGTCAATGTTTTTCCTTGAGCCTCAAAACTTCTTTCAAACTTTAATCCATGATATCTACTTGCTGAGATAGTAGATACAAATAATAACAATATTATAATTCTATTCATCATAACACAATTTAGAATATATACTAAAATAATTAAATAATCATTTTATAATACTCTTATATTTAATATTATATTTATTTTAAACTAGGATAAGATCTAATATTCTGTTGCTTTATCTTGTAACTTCACATTATCAACTTTGGATAATATTAATCCATAAATAAATTTTTGATATGGATTATAAGATATAAAATATTTAGCATAAGATTGATTAGATGGTTCTAATTGTAAAAAGTTGTCTAATGACATATCTTTAATGTGAGATAATATAATAAACAAATTAACATCATTATTATCACTTGATATAAATCCTATCTTAATGTATAAAATTGAAACTATAATTATTTATATATAAATATGAATAGTAAAATGGAAAAGGTTATATCTTTATCTCGTCTATATGCCATCTTTCGATGACATATTTACGACTCTGCAAGAGGGGAAATATTGTAATAAACTATATAGATAATTCCGCAACAGAGGATGATTTATTAGAAATGAAGAAGAGAATAGACTATAGATTAGCTAAAATTCAAACTAGGAAATACTTAGATAAAGTTTTAACTGGTGGTACTGAGGATGAAGAATTGCTAAGGAATTCTATATTAACCATGGAAAAATGTATAGTTGATAAGTATAAAGGGCCTTATTATTATGATATAAATTTTGTACATAGACACCATATTAAAATAGAGGCTGATTATTCAGACACTAATATTGGAGTTGTATTAGTGTATATTCATCTAGTGATAATGAGAAAGATGAAGAGATGGAATTAGGAACATTAGAAGATTCTCGCTTCGCTCTGCAAGATCAAAGAAATAGTTATAATGGATAATAAAAATATATCTCAATTTTTAGAATCTGTGGGTTTGGTTCCATCTTCTAATATTATGAATACTTTATATAAGATATTAGATGAATATGTGAATAGTGAGCTTATATTAGATTTTATGTCGGAAGATGATTATAATGAATTTTAAACTGATGTATAATATTATAAGATTTTATATAATTTATAATAAAATACTCAAATGTGAATATATATAATTCAATTTTTATTAGAAATGATATAATAGGATAATTAAATGTAAATATAATATTGGTAGTAGTACCCAAATATCTATAAATTTAATTTTATGTATACCATCCCATGAATGTTTTATATAAGATTTCTTATAAAATAATGAATTCTAAGGAAATAACATCTATATCATAATTATCATATTGGTTTTATCATATTCATAATTCTAATGTGAAATGATCGTGGGATGGTATACATGAAATCAAATTTATATAAAATTTGAGTATTACTACCAATGTCATATTTATAGTTTATTATCTTATTATATAATAATATAATCTATAAATGCTTCGCATCACATACGATTAGGTTATTATATAATCTATATAATCTATAATCTATTATATAATCTATAAGTTATTATATAATCTATAATCTATAAGATAATCTATAAGATAATTATATAATCTATTATATAACCATAAGTTATTATATAATCTATAATCTATAAGATAATCTATAAGATAATTATATAATCTATTATATAATCTATAATCTATAAGATAATCTATAAGATAATTATATAATCTATTATATAATCTATAATCTATAATCTATAACTATTATATAATTTATAACTATTATATAATCTATATAATAATCTATAATCTATTATATAATTTATAATATAATCTATAATCTATAATCTATAATCTATAATCTATAATATAATCTATAATATAATCTATAATCTATAATATAATCTATAATCTATAATATAATCTATAATCTATAATATAATCTATAATATAATCTATAATCTATAATATAATCTATAATCTATAATCTATAATCTATAATATAATCTATAATCTATAATATAATCTATAATCTATAATATAATCTATAACTATAAGTTATTATATAATCTATAATCTATAATATAATCTATAACTATTATATAATTTATAACTATTATATAATATATCGGATAACTCTATAGAGGATCCTCGTTACTACATATAACAATATATCATGTTTTGACACAAAAGAGCGAAATTCTCCCTAATGTACCAAAAATTTTTGTATAAACTTCGACACAATTTCAGGAGGACTTGTTAGAAAAAAATTTTATAACTCACCCTTCTTAAAATTTTTAGAAGTAGGACATTTAAAAATAATAAGTTATAAATTTTATCTGAAAAGACGAAATTCTCCCTGGGGGTATCAAAACTTTTTGTGTAAACTTCGACGCGATTCTATGAGGACTTGTATAATTTCTTTCAATCTTATGAAAAGTACACATTCTCCTTAGAATATCGAAAATTTTTGTATAAAGTACTTATTATAATTGGGCGAATCATGAGACGAGATTATCCTTAGTTGTGTCGATAGTAAGTTCAACAATATTAACCTTTATGCCATAAAAGCCAACATCGAAAATTATGTTTATATGTAGTGTTTGACGTAGTAAATCATATGTCATCAGTCTATCCCATAACAATATGATGACAGACCTGGTATGTTAATTGTACAGGTTGAATGTGGTACTCCTTTCTATCTTTTTCATAATATTAAAGTAGGGAAGATATTGAACGTAAGAAATACGGAAGAAACAGTGTTAGGCGCGAACGCATAGGGTATAACACCAAGAAACTTCATGGTATCTCATAGACAATAGTCAAAATCCAAAGATGAATGAAAAGAGATAGGAAGGAGATGGACACATTCTCCTCATTATATATCAAAACTTTCCTTTAAGGGATTTCATTTTTCTTGTAATCATCCATTAGAAGAAATATAATTTATAATATAGATGTTAATATATAATTTATTATTATTTATAACATATAATGTGTGTAGGTACACATGAAATGATATTTATAGTAATATAAATCCATAACATTACTATCATTTTATCGTTCTAGTTTCTAGTTTTCATATAAATAGAAATTAATAATTGCATCGGAGAGATAGAATATAAATATTTTTCTTTCACTATATAATATATAATATATAATATATTATATATTTAACTTTCATCCCATCGTTTTATTTTCATGAGGTAGCATACATGGAAACAAAGTTATATGAATTCATATCCATAACATCAATATCAAAATAGAAAATAATAATCGATGCGAAGAGATGTTATATGATATAAATAAATTAGTGATATAATATCACATACCCCATAGTTCATATATCGTAAATATGGGGGAAATTTTAACGTATTATTATTGATCCAAAATCGTCAAATGTGGTATCATAATCATAAGTTGTGAGTTTATGTACTTGTCTTACAACAGGTCCAGGATATATTAATTCTCGATAGTGTATTTATAATCCCATTTTTATCTAATATATAGTGATTATCTGAAGTTATTAAGGTTCTGTGCTGGTTGTCCAAGAAGTGAATAGTATGACTCAATATATAATCTCTTTGCATTTGGGGTAAATTATTTATATAATTTGTATATTTACCATGAGGACCATCGTAATATCCTGTTATTATATCTCCGTCGATTGGTAATATATAATTCAATATTTCTGTTATTATATCATATATATTTTCATCTACATCAATCCATATTTCTACAAGCCTCTGAGATTGTTCATAAACTGGTATTAGTTTTATCCTTCCATCGTTGACTTTTCTAAGAAATTCTTCGGCTGGTAGATCAAATGGTATAATACCTTCTTGTTCTGGATAATCGTAATTGAACTTTTCCATCCAAAAATAATCATCTAGACATATTTTTCGTTATATTCATTTGTGGTACAATAATTTATAATATCATTATATGATAGAGGATATAATTGAGAATAAATTGTTTCATAATCCAAATTATTCATTTATTACTTTTCTTAATAAATATAATTTTATGTCAATTATACAATATGTAAAAATAATTGTATACTATATCATCCCTTGACTTTTAGTATAAAAATAATATCTAAATTATATTATTTACACATGAAAGTTACATATGGTAGCATACATGGAAACAAAATTATATGAATTCATATCCATAACCTTAATATCATTTTGTCACTTTAATTTCTATTTATAACAAAATAGAAAGTGGAGATGATAACAAGTTTAATTAGAGTTTATCGAAGAGAGTTTTAATATTTTGTAGCTTAAATATAGCATTATTTAATATCTCAGCATTATTCATATCTTTATTATTATCAATACATAAGATATCGGCTAATTGATTAATGAGATGGCGATTACAACATTCGCCTTTAAATAATCTTCTCATGTAGGGATTATCCTCTAACAACCTTACATAATATTTAGGAAATTCATTCCATGCGCGCTCACTTGTCGTAGTATTTTTCTTATATATAGATTGAAATGGATGACAAAATGTAATATATTCATATGAATAGTTTCTACACGTAAAAATATCCATACATTTATTTAAACCACAGCCTTTACATTTTATATGAATAATTAATCCTTCTAAGTAATTAGGTATATATATATTTTCATTGTCAACCCATTCATATAATATTTCCAAATTTGGATAGGTTAATTTTATAAATTCTTTAATCTTCTCTATGTATTCCATTTATTTATAAATATATTTAAATAATATAAATAAAACTCATTTTATTGATAACTAAGGTTAATGACACCATTATCATACATAAGATTATTTTTTCTTTTGATTCTAAGATTCATGTTATATGCTTGTAATCCTATATTTATATTATCTAGTATTACTACTTCTGTATTATGAATTAATCTTGACATTTGATTAGCAACTCTTATTATTTTATCTCTCGTAGCTTCTCTTGTATTTCTGAATATATCATTAATCCTATTATTAGAACATATATTATAATATATAACATAATTCAAATTATTATCTAATCCTATTAACACATCATTTTCATTAGATATAGTTGAATCATTGTTATATATGTGGAATTTGTCATTAAACTCTCGCTCCAAATATGATAAAGTATCTTTATTATTTGTATTAGTATAATATTTAATATAGATATTAGAACATGGCACAAACTGTTCATTACTGTACAAGTCATATGTATCTTGATAACGTGACATTTTATACATTATACAAAATATTTTATAATTGTTTAACTAAGGCTTTTCTTAATAATTTAATATGATCATCGAAATTATCGAAATAGCACATAGATAACACTGATAATATATTGATAGATGATCTTATTTTATATGGATTTATGTTTGTTATTATATTATTTAATTCTATATCTTCATCAAATTTCATGTCATACTTCTTGAGAAAACTATAAGATATATAAACAAATAAAGGATCATATTTATATTCATATTCAACCCAATGGGATGAAAAAATCTCATCCCTAGGTCGAACCAAACGAATATTATTCACATTAATATTTTTAATATAATTATAGGTTATAGTATCTTCTATATTTATGATGTGAGTTGTTATTTTATATAAATTAATATCTTGCATGCATATAACATATTTATATAAATCAGAATATATATCAGAATTTATAGATATATTATCTCTATGTTTAGCAAGTTGTATTAAATATCCAGCCATATTATAATCATATGATAATCTTTGTGTATATACACAATATGCTATCCTACCTAATGACCTAGTTATCATTTCTACATTATCAAATATAAGCTTGTGCGCTTCTTCTAATGGTTTATTATATAAATCTATTAAGAAATAATCTTCTTTCCTTTTGTATATATTATTTTGAAATATGTATGGTTTTAATTTAGAGAATAGGAAACGAGGAAATGTTGAATACGTTAATCTTTCCAATAGTCTATAAGCATAACTATAAATATAATAATCACTATTTCCCACTATTTTTGATATATCTCCTCCATTCTCAATATAATTATGTGTATATTCATAATATAAACTATAATCTTTTCTGTTAATATCGATAACATCCAACCTATTATATTTAAATATGATTCCATCTATTGTAGCACTTATGTATTTAGTATTGAAATGTTGCGATGGTAATTTATTTATAGCGAATACCATGGACCTTAATGTGTCTTCATCGTATCTAAGGGAAAATGCTCTATCAATAACATCCAATATATTAGCCACATGTTCCTTTGTTTTAGCATCATTAACTAACTTTACAACAAAGTTTAAGGTTGGCCACACACATCCGTTTAACTTCTCTATTTCTTCTATCGATAATTTATTAAATATCTGAACCCCTTTCCTTCCATAATATTGTTCAATGACACCATTACATTGATTAAAATTCATATTATTAGATGTTCTAACTACATAACAAAAAGATGGTATATCATAAGGAGAAATATTCTTGACGATTTCCATATTAACATCTATTGGTAATTCTGGAATTATATAATTAGGAGCCAATATCTCTTGGTTGTCCATTTTATGTTATAACTTTATAAATTATATAATTTATAATATATTTTATTATTTTAACTTAAAAATTATAATATATATATGATGCATCCATTGGAAATGGGACATGTTCAATAAATATAACTTCTCTATCAAATCCAGATACTATATCATTTAGTAATTTCTTATTTTGAGTGTATACATATACAGTAGTAACAAATTTAGGAAATCTATTTATTTCACTCCTAACATATGCAATCCATTTATCATTTAACTTCGCATCAACTACTTCCTCATTATCTAATATAGCAATGCCAGTCACTGTAATATTTCGTAATGTATTGTCATCTCCCAATTGGCCTTTGATGATAGGATGAAACGCGGCAATAAATTGTTGTAATACATTTGGTACGCTATCTGGTATTATCTCCTCTAATAATATGTGTCTAGGAGTGTCAGTTATGATTCTTACCCTATGTAATTCATTAATTAATTTACTCAGATCGTAATATCTAAATAATTCATCATCAGTATCCGCTTCTCCATTAACCAATATATTTATTGGATTTTCTATTTTATTTAAATTTTCCGCTAGTGATATAAGATCACCTCCAGACATCATATCAAATGGAAACCATAAATATACATTCTTATATTGTCCTTTTGTCATCACATAATTCAATAGATCAATAATATAATCCACTTCCTCAGAATAATATTGTAGGAACAAATTATCACCACTTACATATAAATAATTTATTTCATTACCGGTCTCATCATTATCACGATAACCAAAATGGAACATATAACTGACATCCTCTAATTTTTTATTTATATAGCCATATATATTATGTCCTTCTACATATGTTTGTAAAAATTGATATATCATATATGTAATAGTACTAGAGGTATTGACATCAATAGTGAAATTAAATCTTGCCTTTCGTAGAGATGGATGTGATGCTAAGAAATATATATCTGATAAACTATTAACGTCAATAATTCCATCAACTTCAATTACTTGGGGTAATTTACATACTAATTTTGCATCTATATCCTTATTAGGATCACCTTGGATGATGGTAGTTATGCAATTAATAAGTTTTCATTATTAGGTCCTATAAATGCATCTATATCGGAATCTATTTTTATATTAGAAACTATTTGACAGTTTATCTCATTAGGTAAATATATATCTCCAAATAAAGTATTCTTCATTTATATATATATATTAAAATAATTTATTATATAATTATCAATTTATAATATATCATATACAATCTATAATTATAATATATGTCATTCATACAATCTATAATTTATGATTATATGATTATATGCTTATATAATTTATAAACTATAATATCTATAATTATCAATTTATAATATATCATATACAATCTATAATTATAATATATGTCATTCATACAATCTATAATTTATGATTATATGATTATATGCTTATATAATTTATAAACTATACATATACAATCTATAATTATAATATATGTCATTCATACAATCTATAATTTATGATTATATGATTATATGCTTATATAATTTATAAACTATAATATCTATAATTATCAATTTATAATATATCATATACAATCTATAATTATAATATATGTCATTCATACAATCTATAATTTATGATTATATGATTATATGCTTATATAATTTATAAACTATAATATCTATAATTATCAATTTATATAATCTTTCTATTATTACATATTATAATATATAATAATAGCTTATAATCTTTCTAATATATTATATATAACTTATATAAGTTATAATAAGTACAATCTATAATTATATAATTATAAATGGATGATTAGATAAGGTGAAGGAGATAGTTAGCAGTTGGTCTATCCTTTAAACTTTTCTGTAACATTAAATTAACTATTTTATTAACTTGATTAATCTCGGGAAGGGGTTCAGGTTTACTAGAATCTTTAATCTCCATCTTTACATATTCCACAGTCTTTGATATATAGGGTACTTTTAAATTTATTAATTGCCAAAAACAAATTCCTAAAGCCCAAACATCTTGCCAATGTAATATATACAATTTATCTTTCTCTATTAAAGATTTAAGGGACATCTCCATGTAGGCTTTAGATATATAAATACAAGTTCCAACATGTCGACATGTTTGATATTTATCCCCTTTTATAGTTCTAGATGATAATCCATAATCAACTAATATAACTCTCTTTTTCTTTCTCTCATATATTATATTCTCTAATTTAATATCTCCATGAAAGTAATTATTCTTATGAATATAAGATAAGATGTTTAATAATTGTATTAAACTCATAAATAAAAATTTATAATTGAATCCATCAGTTCTCTTCTCAATATCATCTTCTCCTATATTTTCATTACCAATATAATCATCTCCATCAGCCCTTTTATTTTCAATATCTCCTCCTATTTCTCCATCATCATTATTTTCAACTCCTCCTAAATAATCTGTTATAAAATTATAACTACTTTTACATCTTTCCATTGATAACATATTCCTCATATCATCATATAATTGTGCGAACGTTGGACCTTCAATATATTCCATGACAATACAATACACTTCTTTATCATCCATATTCCCAACAAATAAATCATAAACCCTTGGAATCAGATTGTGAATGTCATTCTCAGATAAATCTTTTAATATATTATATTCCTTTTCCACATTATCCCATTTTACATTATTTGATTCCGCAAACATAATTTTTATGGCATAAAAATCTTCATTATTCATAAGTTTCCCGATGTACTTACATTTATGGACTTTGGAGAAGCTTCCTTGTCCTAATAACTCTAATAATTCATAATTCTCCATTTAATTATTCATTTAAATAATTAAGATAACAATTTGCTCTTATATACTAACATAATTTAAGAATGTATAAAGGAAATTAATATCAAAAGCATTCTTATCAACCAATAACATAGAAAACAATTTAATTATGTCATAACTACCTCTAATATCATCTAAAACCCCAGGTATACCTAAATTTACATTTCCTAAAATTCTAAACCCTCTTGGTAAATTATTATTTAGGAACATTGAATTAGTAAACGCAATCGGAGGACTATACTCAACTATTGCCTCTGATATAGAATATTCATATAATCTTGATAATGGATTCTCTCTTCTTCTAGCAAATTCATCCAATTCTGGAATTCCTTCAATATTAAATTGAGGGATTAGTAATCTATCATAATCGAACTCACCTCCGAAGATAGAAAGAATTATTACCGATAACTTTAGCAATTCTATATCTTTCAATACTGTAATATAGGTAAACATGGTAGTAACTTTTATCGAATTATATGAGTATTGCATTAAATATGCGGCAATTTTAGGAGTATATGTTTTTCTTTGTGTGTATACAATAAATGCTACCTTTCTTATATTTGAAGTTCTAATAAGGTTTGCATTTTGTATTATATAATCATCACATTGGGACAAAGGTAATTCATATATATCTTTTAGTATATTTCCATCTTTCATGTCAAATAACGCATCTTTTATTTTATGAAAGACAATCGCTGGATATGAAGAATATTTTAATATAATACGTTGAGCAATTTTTATAGCAACATTACCCACATCTTCTTCCAATCTCAATAATACATCGTTAAAACTGCCTCCATTTTCTAAATATTCTACAATATTTGAATATATCTGAATCATATCAATATCAGATTTCATCAAATTTGTTCTATTATACGCAAATAATAAGGTATCTGGGACTGACATTTGGGATATAATATCGTCATTATAACGTAAAGATAGAGCACGTTTTATCATTTGATCCTTAACAATTTGATAAGTTTGAATATTAAAAGATTGTAAGGTGGGCCATATAACACTCGTTAATCGTTTGAATTGGTCTAGGTTCATAGAATTAATAAGTTCAAATCCATTATTTCCATAGTAGTACTTCAATAACTTCGCGCAATCATTTTTATATGTGTCTTTATTAACTAAGCATAAATCTGGTAAAGTTGTTGGATCTACATTCTGTAATATATGCTTGGATATCTCCTTGGGAAGATTGGGAAATATATTATTTGGATATAATTGTTCCATTTTATCTTAGTAAGATAATTTATATTTATACGGATCATCACAAAGTCTATAATAAATCCTCTTAATATTATATATCCTGTATCAATAACTCTAAAACAGTTTAATGTAATATTTTTCTTTGTGTCCTTAGATATGGAGGTATCTATAGTGTTTATAAGATCTATATAGAACTCCAATGGAAAGTTAACACTGATCACGATATTCGATATTTAATATACATTCATTATTATCATACCAATTCTTTAATATATCGCTACATAAATATCCAAGATTTCTATTAGTTCTTGATATTTTACATAAGGATGGTATGCTTCCTGAGGTTTGCGCCAAGATAAGAGCATTTATTTCCTTTGATATGGTTGGGAAAAATACGAGTCTGATATGATAATATTCATCCTCTTCTCAAGATTTATTCGATGATGTCATATAAATTAAATTATTTTAATTTATTAATATCTATAAAATAGATATTAATAAGATTTATTCGATGACCTCATATAATGACTTAATTAATAGGTTAAACCATTCGGAACTTCTATTATGAATAAGAGAGAAAGAAAATAATTTTACAATTCCATAATCTATATAAAATATATCGGAAACGTTAGGATCAACCTCATTTAACAACAACAAGATTGCATATCCGATTGCTGGATCAGTTTTAATTAGTGCTTTTCTATATGAAGTATGATAATCGGATTTACTTAATATAATTTTACTTGGATGCACATACTCATCATATTTTTTATATTTTATATTATCTAGTTCTTTTCTAACTAAAATAAATAGATCCTTATCCAGAAGAGTAATTGTATATCTGATTATATTTTGATATATATTATAATACGTATTCATATCATAATCTCTAGCCTTATTTCCAATTTTTCTTACTATACTTGCCGCAACGTTAATATCAAAGTTGGGTCTTTGTGTATAGACCATAAAGTCTACCATAGTAATGTCCTTCGTATTTTTAATATATTGCATGACATCACTATTAGGTGAATTATATATTACTCCTAAATTTTTATAGTTTAGAATATAAGGTTTTAATTTATTGAATACCTTACTAGGATAAGAAACCCCTCTTTCCATACTGTCGATAATACTATATGCTTTAGATGGGGTCATTTGATTGTATGGAATCTTATTTAAGAGATCCATATCCCCATCATTTTCTATATATTTAACCATGTGTTCTGATAAATTAAATGAACTATTTGAAATAAGGGTATTTATAGGTATACTTAATAAATTAATTCTTCCATAATCGAATAAGAGATTATTTACCATGGTGTTATTCTCCATAAATTCTTTAATCATTTTCTTTATTGTATCGTCGTTATATCTAAGTTGCAATGCTCTTTCCAACATTTGCATCTTTATTGAGGTATTATTTTGAGCTGATATACCTTGTATTGTTGGCCATAATACCAAAGTCAATCTTTTAAATTCAGAATTTGTCATATTAGAGATAACATTATATCCTGTAGTAGAATAATATTCATTTATAAATTGCTGACATTCTAGAGAAGCATTCGGATTATTACAAATGTCAGGTATATCCGATGGATTAATATATGAATTAATTTCATATATGATCTCTGGAGGTAAATATGGTAAATTATCAAAATAACTTTTCATATGTATTCCCTTTTATAGATTCTATAAAATTATAATTTGCTGAGATCGACTTTATATCTTTCGCTGGCATGATGCCATACTAAATTACCTAAACACCAATAATTAACCCTTTCTGCTGTATTATTATTTGCATTTTTTAACATATGCCATTTATTTTTAACTTCTTCAGTTACGATATTTATTACCTCATCCAAATGACAATTATTTTCCTGCATATAATATACAAAATAATTATAATTAGATTTATCTCTATAAACATCCTTAGCGTAGGAATATAAATCATTAACTCTACAGACAATAGTATTACCAAATTTAGTATATACTCCGTACTGTGGTAATATTCCATCATCTAAAAACATTAATGGCCATACAGTTTCGCATCCACTATCGTAAAATCTAATCTTTTCATATTCATGGACAGTATAATCTTCTTTATCCCATTTTGGTATCATGCCTTTCTGTATCATTAATATGGCTTGACGTTCACATTCAAATCTGCATTTACTTTCCTTATATTGTAACCACATTTCTTCATCATCTAAAAATTGTGTTATAGGATGAGAAGCCTTACATTTATTAGATAAATATTCTATTATATGATTTAATATAATTTCTTTTTCTACTTTAGGACAATCTGGATCATCAATTTTGTCATCTAAGAACCAAAGGAAGGCATGCCAATTATTAGATACTTGAAGAGCGGAGGGGGATAAATATGGATAAACATACCCAGTAAGATTTGATAAATCAGAAGGATATCTAAGACCATATTTTTGGGCAAGATTTTTAGTTTTGGTGTTAAAGAGGGAAGTATTAGGGTGAAGAGAAAGTGGATAAGATTGAAATTGATTATAAAATTTTTCCATTATAAATGAGTTGTCAACCCCGTTTTATTTGGCAAGATTGTCCTTCCGATGATCACTTTGGTCTAAGAGTATTTTACTATTCTGGAATTGTATCACATGCAACAGTGTTTATTTTATATGGTATTATTTTACTTCATCACCAACATTCAAATATAAAGAAAAAAGTTAAGTTCAATCTTAATTATGGCAATGGAATGCGTCTTATGATTTTAGCATATTCATTTTTTGGACTATTAACTTGTATATCTAACACTTTTTCTTATCCAATATTCGAACTATTACCAACCGAAATCTTTCTTAACTTTCTATTTGTAGGAATATTTGGTACTCTAATGCTACTATTACAATATTGGATTGGTCTATCGGAAATTATAGCAGGAAAGCTACGTCCCGGACGTCAAATGGATGTATTAAAAATTGGTAAGAATCTTGCTAATGTGATGTTTTCGCGAGTATTATTGGTTAATCTGGTGGTTATGGTAGTATCTGACGTTCTTATGATTTATCTCCCCAAAAGCACAAACATTATAATAACTATACAAATGTCTCTATGGGGCGCTAATTGTCTAGTTATTGGTGTCTTAATGGGATATTATGGATATCAAGTATCCAATTTCTTAGCTGACACCAAGGATGACGCATTAAATCTTAAATTAAGCACAACCGGTAGTCGTTTATATATTCGTTTCCGTATTTTGTATATATCGTATATTATTCTCTCTGTTCCTTATGCCGGATTATATGCTACTGGTATTATCCTTACGGTTTGGAATTATAGTGTTGTCGCCTTCTACGTAGTTTATGGGTTATTCCATGGTGCAGGATTAATAACTGCTCTTATTACTTTACCTTTAATAGGCCCTAATAAAGAAGAAAAAGATAGAAAGAAACATGTTACCAATTCTAGTCATAGTAGGAATACTGGAATACGAGATGGCACAGGTTAAATCTATATAATTATTTGTAATATTATATTAATATAATATTATAACCATATTCTAATCACATAATTATTTAGAATATTATATTCTAATTATATTTTCATTATATTGTGGATATAGAATATATACAATTGGTCAAAATTTCATGTTCAACATTATTAGAATCGATGATGATTGTATGTACATTTTCTGCGTTTGGAGTTCCAATTATACTATTTATATCCAATGTTTCCGTATCATAATATATTATCTCACATACTTTACTTCTATAATAATTTACTAAATCTTTATCAACTCTAGGTAACCATTGATAATCTTTCGGTAATCTATCTAAAAATCTTAAATATAATAATGCTATCATCATATTACATCTATACTTATTTTGATTTACATTATCATCCTCTTTCCCTATAACATATCTATATTGACATCGACAATCAGTTTTCTCCGCTTCCGATATAATATTAAAGAAAAATGATCTTCTATTATTATCATCTAAGTCTTTACCATTTAATGCCTCGGAATATATATTAAATAATTCATATACGTCTACGGTGTTTATACCATATGTTCTTTTTATAGATTTACTTAAGATTTTTATACTACTGCCAGAATCAGAATAGTCCATTATTCCTATATTACTTCCATTAGCAATACTTGAATATAAATCTAAACTCCATAAATATTCATCTAGTTTAGAAGGATCTAATTTTATCTCACTAACTTTTGATATTGGAAATGGAACGAATTTTATATTTTTCTTTTGTATGTAAGAAAATGTATTGGCACCCACGGTAGTTGAGCTTGTATATATATATGGAATCCACGGCCATCTTCCCTCTCGAAATATATAATCCATAAGATAAGATATTTTATATGGACTATCTCCGGGACATAATATTACACTATTATTTTTAATCTTATTAACAAGTAGAATACACATGGATATAATATTATCCAGGTTTTCATAATCAAATATTGGAAAAGTTACGTCTACATATCTCAAGATTGAATATATTTGCTCTGTCGTTAATCTTGATATTTTATCTTTTATTATAACAGTATTTGATGGAATAAATGGTAAATTTACATCAATGACAGAAATTGGTGTTTCGTTCATCTTTATTTACAATTATATAATTTATAATTATATAATATTATATTTGAGATCTACTAACATACTAATGGTTTATTTATGTTATATACTAGATAATTAACACCTTTGTTAACGGATTCTTCATTCACAATTATATAATTTATAATTATATAATATTATAGTTGAGATCTACTAACATACTAATGGTTTATTTATGTTATATACTAGATAATTAACACCTTTGTTAACGGATTCTTTAAGAAAATCTTTATATTCAATAGCCTTATTAACAAATCGTTCCACTTCGGAGGGATGTAGATGCGAAATAGTACATACTTTTCTATCATCATTATCCTTTAAAATTTTAGATAGAGGACCAGATACCTTAGATAACAAACAATATTCGATGCCAAAATTTGACACTTCCATACTTAATGCTCCAAGTCTATCTATTTGTCCCATAAAATTAACATTATCGATAAAATGAATGTTAACCAACATGCCAATTAAATTTTGTGCATTATCTTTCAATAAATTATAAGTTTGTGCGTCATTTTTATGAACGAAGATAGCAAATTCATAATGACGAGGATCCAATCCAATCTGACTATTAATTTGTTTTACTTTTGCTCTTCTTCCCTTCTTAATAGCTACATTATTATATCGTAATTTCTTAGATAATCCATTTGTGATCCAAACATGATAATTATCTTTAAATGTTCCATATAATACGCCAACATTATGATCTGTTAACATAAATGATTTATCTTCTTCGTACTTGATATTATAGATGTCTTGCATTGTGTTTATACTTTGTCATTGTATCTAATCATTGAACATTTTAAAATCAATTTTACATAATATGATATAGTGAATATATACTTATACTATTTATTCATCCATAATATTTATATATGATATGTAAATATATGAGAATAAAGGATAGTAATGTCTATATTCAATTTTATCTTATATTAAAATATTATTCTTTTAAGGATATATAAAATTTTATTCTAATCGAGATTGTGTAATATATAGTTTATAAATTTTTTATTATGTATGTTATATAATGTTGATCAAAATAAAATTTTATATATCCTTAAAAGAATAACATTTTAATATAAGATAAAATTGAATATAGACATTATTATCCTTTATTCTTATACATTTACATATCAATTATATAAATTTATTTCATGTATACCTATACATGAAACATAAATATTACAAATTTATATCCATGGTTGTAATATAGTTTTATTCTTTATTTATTGTATAATGAACTAAATGAAAGAACTTTGTGCGACAATAATTCAAAATAAGATAAAATACTATTACCATTATATCATGAAAATAATATGAAATTGATACATAGTAGGGATTATATAATTTATAATCTATAATTTATAATCTATAAAGTATAATCTATAAAGTATAATCTATAAAGTATAATCTATAAAGATAATTATATAATCTGTAATCTATAAAGATAATTATATAATCTATAAAGATAATTATATAATCTGTAATCTATAAAGATAATTATATAATCTATAAAGTATAATCTATAATCTATAAAGTATAATCTATAATCTATAAAGATAATTATATAACTATAAATAATTATATAACCAAGATAAAGTATAATTATATAATCTATAAGTAACTATATAACTAAGATAATTATATAACCAAATATGGTTATATAATTTATTTAAACTTTATTATTTTTTGTGTTGAGACATTAGAACATTATAGGCATCGTTAATCTTACGAAAAACTTCATTTACATCAACTTCCGTATTATGATCGGGATGCCACTTCTTCACTAACTTATGATATGCAAGTTTAATTTCGAATATGCTTGGATCTTGTCTTATTCCAAATACATCATGTGCATTCTTAGCATACAATATTCTAAGTCTCTCCCTGTCTAGAGAAATATTAAATGTGCTACCGAATGATGGATTTGATGATGTTTGATTGAGAGGTGTCTTAGGTTGAGGTTGAAGTCGAGGTTGAGGTTTATCAGAGGGTGGAGGAGGGATAACCTTCTTAGGAGATGTCGGTTTAATTCCAGAAGGATATACTTTAACTTTATCCATAAAGATGAAAGTCTTCAAACTATTAACATAATCTCCATTTCGATTAAATATATTTTGATAAGTATTCCATTTTAATCCAGTTAAATCTTTATTTAAAATATTGTTTATTATATTGCTCCAATGAAATCTAATCTCCATATCAAATTTGTTAATTATAGCATGTAGTCTATCTGGATTATATGGCCCACCATCTTCATATTTTGGATCCTTGGCCGCCTTATAAGAATTAACTAACATCCAACCCAAATACATATACAAATGACTATTATCATGGTATACAAATGTATTCTTTTTATCAATATTTTGGTTAGATACATTGTTGCCCTCCCCACTTTCATAACATAAAACATGTTGTTTTTCTTCATCATATTCATACATATTTGTATGCCCTAAATTCTTAGAAAAGATAAAAGTTTTACTATTAGGTGGTATATTTGTATAAAGACTTGAATCAAACTTCTCTCCATTATTTACATAATTCAATCCATAACCTTTAATACACACATCCCTATTTTTAATGTTTTCTATAATCTTATTTCCATTATTAACACACAATTTTCCATATCTTCTAGCACATTTATTTCTATTAAATCTATTAATACTACCTATAACGAGAATAGGTAGAACGTTAACAACCTTACTTAACATTTGTGTTCCTATATATTGTATATCTTAAAATTATATTTTCAATTTTATAAAATTGACATATAATTTATATCAACTAAATGGAATAGAATGCCATCTATTAATGAAATTAACGCTATATCCGAACATAGATTTTGTGACATGATGCCATCAAGATATGCTCAAAAATTTACAATATCTAATATCATATGTGCAGATATGCCAGTTATTAAAATTAATAATATCATATTTGCAGATATGCCAGTTATTAAAATTAATAATGCTCCAAAAGTATATAATAATACAACATTCATTAAATACATTCCTATATATAAGACATCACCCAATTTTTATATTCATAAAAGAAATAAGATATTATATAGTAATAATAAGAACAGGAATCAATTTAAGAGAAAACGTTATATATGGTAATTCTTTGGTGTGCGTTATCTTCATAATATCTTATTTGTGGATGTTAGGTATAATAAATTTATTATAAGAGATTATAAATTTATTATTTGATATAATTATCACATAGTTATATTATGATATACTCACATCTACATTACAATATAATAGAAATATTATATCTATCTTGTTTTAATAATATACTATCGAATGATGGAGAAGGGAAAGTATATACTTTCGTTGTTATACATTTCATAGATCCTACATCTTCTTTAAATATTACGTTTACATTATTGCCAACCAAAGCATGTTCGTTGATAATAAAATTAAATAATGATGCATAGTGCCCTTTAACATTTTCTGGATATCTATTTATTATATCGTATATATCTTCTATACATCTAATATTATTGTAGTTACCACTCGAACATTTATATACTTTACTCTTCATCGAAAGAAAATTATATATCGTAAATTTTATATTGTCGTCTATCATATTAAATGTAATTCTATCTCTATCCTTAATATTAATATTTAATATTGATGTACTGGAATTAGATAGTTTATTTGATTTGCAGGTAAAAATATTTACATTCTCTATTTTTTTCTTAGATAATTCTATATTATGGAATATAGGAAATATATACTTTATGTGATTAAACATTTTAATTATCAAAAATTTTAATTATACATCAATTGTAGAATAAAGAACCCATACGTAGTCAATTTCCAACCTTTGGGTGATCTCTTGTATTCTTTCTTCTCCAATTCAATTTGCTAATGGAATAAAGAACCCATACGTAGTCAATTTCCAACCTTTGGGTGATCTCTTGTATTCTCTTAACCTTTTATTATAAAATTTAATTCTTTATGAATAAATTTTATCTTATTAGCATCTTAAAGAAATATTTAAATATTCATGTAGTAAAATGATTTTATAATAATTTATATCTAAACAAAAGATAACATGAATGTAAAATCAGATTCAAGAATAAAAAGAAGTGTGCAGCCTTCTAGTTATGGATATATTTGTCCCATGGAAACACCAGAATATCATGAAATAGGATACAATAAAATACAAACTAAATATATATTAGAATCTAATATTATAAATGAAGATAAATTGAATGGTTTAAAATTTTTATATTATAAACATAAGAATGGATTTACCAATAGATATATTAGTTATTATAAATTCCTACCTGGATGTCAATGATCACCATACCTTCTTAATCATAAATCCTAAATTAGCTGGATATATTAGAGATAGATATTGTAGAAATTCTTTAATACGACAAAGATTTGAAAGAATTTCTAAATTAAGGGACGATAAGTTAGATGTAGTTTTAGATAGAATGTATTATCATCATCCTTATCATGAGGAGTCTATGTTAATAGTTAATGTAATGGCTAATATACCATCACATTATAATATAGATGAAATAGATGTAAGTATAATATATACAAAAGATGGATGGAATAGTAAGGAAGAGAAACAGTTAAAACTATATTATGTGTATGATGATAGTAATATTATTTGGGAATTGAATAGGGAAAAGATGATAGGAAAGAGTGCTTGGGTTGCCATATTACCAACTAATATATGGTTTTGTATTAGGATAGAAAGTGGTAAAGCTCATGAGAGGAGGAGTAGATATGGAAGAGGTGGAAGATGTTCCCATACATCATATAGAACAAATGCCAAGGAGATGATATATGATAATAACGAAGGATGGAATTATTGTGATGATGAACAATATCATCATATACCATCATATTATGATATCAATAAATACCCATTTATGGATTATTGGTATTCTGATTATCTATGTATGGATATTATGGAATTAGAAGATTGGCTGAAGGATATTTAATTCTAATTGTATGAGAATGATATATACACTTCATCAAAGATAACCATTCCTAATATTATTACATACAATTAAATAATATAATAATAATAAAATTGTACAGTATTTATAAATTGATTTTTATTTTATAATAAAATAAAAAACGTAGCTATGAATGACATTAATATGGAAGATATTGTGATGTTTCCTCTATCTGAATATTGCGAAGATTGTATAAATAAATTATTGAATTATAGATATAAATATATAAATTATTTAGAAGTAGATGATGATGGATTTATATTTTTGTATGTTGATAAAAATACAAATAGGGAAGTAATTCTAAAACTAAAACATACAAATATCGAATCATTAAAGTATGAATATTTAATATTAAACAAATTAAAGGAAGATAATGTAAAATGTATTCCAGATGTCATTGAATATTTAGAAAATAATGAAATAGGTATATTAGTATATGAAAATATTAGAGGAATACCTCTATCAAATATACTTCAGGATGTACAAACTTTTATGAAGGAGGAGGACTATGATATAACATACGATGATATATCAATTTTAATTAAACAAATTATGTATACAATATTAGAATTGCATAAGTTTCAATTTACACATTATAATTTAACATTAGAAAATATAATTGTTGACACTAATTATGAAAAGGAAATATATAAATATAATATCTATGGCAAAGATATTATATTATATAGTAAATTTAATATAAAAATAATAAATTATGAAAAATCACATATAAATGGGGTTAATAAAGAGTGGTGTCCACTAAATAATTATGATATTAATGAAGGAATTATTCCTTCTATTTTTGATGATTTATTTGATATGTGTAGTATTATAGTTAATATAAGTACTGTGTTATATATTGACATAGAACAATCTAATTCCATAATGGAAGACAATATGTTCGAAGAAGGAGTAGAATTGGTGCAAGATGCTGATAATAAATATGGTACTAATATGAAAATATTAGATGAGGTTTTATTAGAAAGGTTTTATGTGGATAGTGAAGGAAGATGTGATAATTCCTCATTGAATGATATCATTAACATATGTAATTGCTTAACTGAGTATAAAAGGATAATTATTTTTAATAGGAAGAATGGACCATTAGATTTATATAGAGCATACATGAGAGATTTAAGTGTGTGGATTGACGATGTGGGACAATAGGATAGTATATTAAGATTACTAACTTATAACTGTATATTACAATTATAAGATTATTATTATATAGAATTATTATTATTATATAAGATTATTATTATATAAGATATTATAAAGTTGTAGAATATTATAGAATTATAAAGTTATAAGAGATTATGAAGTTATGTAATTATAGAATTATAAAGTTATAAGAGATTATAATAATAAGCTTATTATTATATGAGATTATATAACATATTATAATATGTTATAGTTATTATATTATTGGTTATATTATTAAATTATAATTATAATTATATATACAATTATAAGATTATATGATTTTTATTTGTATAGGGGACAAATAACAATTTTTCCGTCAGATACGAAATTTTTATATTCTTGTCTAGAAATTAATTTAGTTTCTGATCGTTTTTCTCCACCCTTACTATCATATATATAAGATACTGGCAACCATTCCTCTACCCAAGTATGTCGTAATGGCATAATATACATTGGTTCCGACGACATTCTATAACTATTTTTTATGTATTCATCTATAAATTATTCACATCAATTGTCTTCATATAATAATGCAATAAATCATTAATGTACCCTTATAATATATAAATAATTATCTTATGATAAAATTATTTATATGCACAATTCACAAATCCATCCTCGACTATACATCATAACATTTATAATATAATATAAATATAAATGAAGTTAAATATTATAATTAAAATAAAAATGATGTATAATTGATTTAAAAGGGTGATTACAAATAAACAAAATGGATAACAGAGAGGAATTATATACATCAATTAACAGTTTAATTGGAAAATTACAACTATTGTTCTCCAAGGATTATAACGTAACAGTATTGCCACCCCATAATAATGATCAACGGAACGAACATAGTACATTATATAATTCATCATATAATAATTATATATTCTATGGAGACACAATTGTTCATAATAAATGTAAAAAGGAAAATATTAAGAATAGTAGCGAAGATGATAGTACGAATAAGGTATTGGGAACTGTTATAGTAGCATCAGCGACGGTGGCAGCAACATGGGTATTCTCTAAGGATGGATATGTAAAATTATTAAGATCAGGGGTATCACGTGATCTCCAAAATATTAAGGATAAAAGTACATCATTTCTTCTTAATTCCAATGCGTTGGAGTCTTATAGAGAAATAGATAAGGCGATAGAACAATGTTCAAGATGGTTACAAAAATATACCAATAGAACAAGATGGAATTTCCTTAATAAGGTTGGATTATTTGTATCAACATTAATATTAGGAGTTGGTGTATTCTTTTCATCACCCATTGTTGTATCCACTGCATGTCTTGGAGGATTAGGAAGTGGATGTTATATGTTGTGGAATAAATTGGATGAAGTAGGAGAACATAGTAAACTGGAGGAAATTGGATTATATAATAATAGTTTATATAGTTTATATCAAATATCTGGTAACTTACAAAATTCATATAATGTTAATGAAAATATGTATGCTAGTGCACCAAGTATGTAAATTTAACATCACGATTATAATTATAATTTATCTTATACAATTATAATTATCCTTATCCTATACAATTATAATTGTCCTTATCCTATACAATTATAATTTATCTTATATAATTATAATCCAATCTTATACAATTATAATTATCCTTATCCTATACAATTATAATTGTCCTTATCCTATACAATTATAATTTATCTTATATAATTATAATCCAATCTTATACAATTATAATTATCCTTATCCTATACAATTATAATTTAACTTTATACAATTATAATTTATAATTTATCTTTTATACAATTATAATTTATCTTCTATACAATTATAATTATCCTTATCCTATACAATTATAATTTATCCTTACTTCGTACAATTATAATTTAACTTTATATAATTATAATTTAATCTTATACAATTATAATTATCTTTATCCTATACAATTATAATTATCCTATACAATTATAATTTAACTTTATACAATTATAAAATACTGAGTAACAACAATAGTTAAGTAAAGATATGAGATAAAATTAAAACAAAATGTATCAAATTACCCTACATCGCTTAATCTAAATTTTATAATTAGATAATTACAAGTAAGACAAAGAAGTATCTACATTATTATATGTTATAATTTCTTCTTTTGATTATATTAATAATATATCAAGTTATATAATTTTTAATGGTGGGGTAAAAATAAAATGTTTTATAACCATAGTTTTAATACCATTTGTTGTTTAATTGCATGTAACTGTGGCCTTGATATTGTTCGAATCCCCTAAATATATTATTCTGTTTGGAAGATATTTCATTAGTAATATTCATCCACACCCATGTATATGATGTCTTCATATTAATTCTATATATTTTATATAAATTATTCTTTGGAGGATTTCTCATACCTTCATATAACAAATCTTCCATTGTTTTGCATCCGCACCCTACCTCATCAAGTTCCCAGTATTTATTCACAGAGTGTTCATATATCTCTTCATTTTTAATATATAATAATCCACTATATGAACAATTATCTTCGTGTTTCATTTCTTTATATAACTTTAATTTCATATCATCCAATAATAAAACTTTATCATAAAATGATTTTAATAAATCATTATGTGATATGTCTTTATGAATAGTATTATGTTCATGAAATAATTCATCTTTGTTATTAGATATAAGATAACTCATATTTCCCCTTTCATATACATAAACTTTATCATATGTGTTTCTGGTATCTAATATACTAACATCAGTCCCTAAATTTTCAAAAAATGTAGGATAAATGACATCCATATAATCATCACCAGGATTATATTTCTTAACAACTATAAAATTATTGGAATCATCTGGATCTCTCTCACATGAAAAACTTCCTATGCTACCGACCTCTACAGAAGGATTATTATGTGATTTATCCTCTCGTATAGATAGTCCCATACCACTATAAGGATAAAAATTATATGATTTATATAGAGTGGGAGGTGTTGTATATATAGAAAATATAGTTTTCATAGTATCATATGAAAATTCACTATGTGGAATATAATCCTTAAACTTTTGTTTCCAATTATTTAATATATGTATATCATTACGAAAATTGTAGTTATCTTTGTTAGTCAGACAAAAACACATAAAAGATTTAATGTCAATAAACTTTATAACATGCAAAAAACTATCGTATGCTATCATATTTATTATTCTATATTTAGAATGATAATTACATATAATTATCATTTTATTCATTACATTGTATTATTTATATACTTAGTATTAATATTCATCCAAAAGTGATAATAATTCTTTATTATTAGTTTTCGTAACAATCCTTTTTGCCTTATCATAATCACAATGAGCATTGGCACCATGTTCCAATAAATTTTTCACTAAACCGCAAAGAGAAAATGTTTATTTAATTTATAATGTATATTTGTGAAGTTTGTACCATGTATCATTAATACTTTTAACATCCCATTATCATCATTAATATATATATATATTAAAATTTATCTTCTGTTATTTATAATTATAATTTTATAAAATTATAATTTACAGGTTATCTTATACAATTAGAGATCAACGGGTATAAGTAATTTATTTGGAGATAAACTAACAACAGGAGGTGGTCCACCAGCAGCATTAAATAAATATACATTACGATAAAATAGAGTGGAAGTAGATAAATTAGTGACTGCTTCTATTGCACCACCTGGAGATACAAATAAGACAAATGTATTAATTATGGTAAGACTACTAGTGGCATTTGATATATTCATAACAATAGCATTGCCTTGGAAACGTACAGTTATTCCACTATCTAATATACTATGATTTATATTACTAGATCCGGTTAATAAAGATATCCTTCCAAAAATAGTGGAGTTATCTACTGCAAGTGTTGCACCATCTAATATATTTAAAGTAAAGGCAGTACCAGCATAACTTTCATTATTAACACCTACAAGAGATCCATTAGTAATACTTAATAATCCATTAGTAATCACTATTAAGTCTCCTATTGGGGATACTGGAGATGAACTTTGTAGTCTACTATTATTAATATAAAAATTAGCAGGGGCACCAACTGGCACAAAACTTGTCAATATCTGAGAATTATCACTTTCCGATATTATTTGACTATCAGAAATCCAAACTGAAACTGGTATTGATGATGTATTGGATAATCCAATCTTTCCATTGGATGCACTAATTAAGATATTCTTAATTCCGATGTTATTATTAAATACACCAGAATCAGGACCACTAGCATTAATATTAATAACAGGATTAATAGTTGCCGGATTTCCTAATATAAGGACATTTTTAAATAATCCCATACCTTCTAACGTTATACCTCTTCTAGCTATTACAACATCTTCCTCATAAGTTCTAGGAGTTAAATAAATAGTGGCTGCGTCAGTGGTACCCGCATCGATAGCTGCTTGTGCTCTATTAACTGCTAATTGAATGGTTGAAGTAATACCTAGATTGTTAGCAGTAGGTGCTAATATTGGATCTACAATAAATAAGTTAACGCCGTTAGGTTCTGTGGGTGGAATGATAACAGGTGGGGGGGTTGGAGGAGTGGGAGCAAGGACAGGGGGTGGGGTAATTATAATAGGTGGACACCTAGAATACTTATTACAGTTTTTATTACAGTTATACATTTTTTATATTATTGATTTTCTTCCTAAAATCTTATCTTTTATTAAAGATTGCAAAAATAAAAACATGAATTATTTACCTATAGAACTTAATACTCTAATATTAGAAAATTGTAATCAAAGTGTGTTAAGGGAAGTATCAAAAGAGTGGAATGACACGGTAAATATGTCTATATCTAGGATAGAAAATATTGAAGATGCTATTAAGAAAAATAATATGTTATGGATTAGTATATATTTATCTGACAAGATAGAAAAAATTAATTATTGCAAGAATAATTTGTGGAAGTATGGATTTGGACAATATGCAGAAATGATGGAAGGTGGAAATTGGAATGGTTACGGTTATATATTTTATTTATCATGTAAATATAATAATATGTATCTCTTTAATATATTAAAAAGAGAATGTTTATTATATCCTGCATATTTACCACTTATGATATTACATATGATAAATAATAATAAAGATGAATTATATAATTTTGTAGAATATTTTATATTAAAATATGATGATTATGAGTTCATGAAGTATCGACTTCCTAAAAATGTCATTGATGATCAGAGATTAAATGTTGATGATTATGGAGCAGGATATTTATCATCAGACGTCGTAATATTAGAAGAACTATATGATATAGTATATAATAATCCAAGTGTTGTGTTGATACCTGTAGTTTTTGCAACTTTAGATTATAAATTATTGTATTTATTATTGGAGAAATTGGAAAAATTATAATATTGATACCAAATATTGATATCATCACCATCAATATCTGTTATTTTCTTTTCTTTTATAACTATACTATCAATATCATGCCAATATTGAGATAATTTATGATAAATTGCTAGATAATAATTTATTGTTGCGATTGTTGTTATACCATCAGAACTTATTAATTCAAGAATATGATGAGATAAATATTCATAATTACTTTTGTAAGTATTACTCTTATCTATTAACATAATATGATGCATTATATCTTTTATAGTTGTATTTTTTGTAATCCAAATACTACCAATATTTTCTAGGACTAGACTTCCATTATTTTTTTGTTTAGTGATCCAGTTTTCTCGTAGGAACCACTCTAACGTTCCTGGTTGTGTAGTATTAACAACATGATCATATATATTATATTTTATTACACTTTTATATAATTTGATAAGTTTTATATTATTATTATCTTTCATTATTAAAAAATCTTTTGCTGATAAATTTAATGGTACAATTCCATTTTTTTCAGGATAATGATAATTAAATTTACACCTCCAAAAATATTCATCCTTATATATTGAACTATATGATATATTTGTAATACAAAAATTTAATATATCTTTATATGATAGGGGAATCAGGTAATGGTAAATGATTTCGATTGAATTATTTTCCATTATTCTCATATATTTAATTAGTTAAATATATGACATTTTATATAAATAATCAATTTTATCAAAATTAAATTGTAATAATATTTTATATGAGATTATAAAGTTATAAAATAGGATTATAAGAGATTATAAGATTATAAAGTTATAAAATAAGATTATAAGAAATTATAAAGTTATAGAATTATAAAGTTATAAAATAAGATTATAAGAAATTATAAAGTTATAGAATTATAAAGTTATAAAATAAGATTATAAGAAATTATAAAGTTATAGAACAGGATTATAAAAAATTATAAAGTTATAAAATAAGATTATGGGAGATTATAAAGTTATAAAATAGGATTATAAGAAATTATAAAGTTATAGAATAAGATTATGGGAGATTATAAAGTTATAAAATAGGATTATAAGAAATTATAAAGTTATAAGAGATTGTAATGTGGTCATATGAGATCAAAAATCTGTATAATTATAAAATTATCAATCTTAAGATCTTGTTATCAATAATAACAAGAAAGTTGTTTTATCTTACATTGGGTATAGAATTTCTTATAATCCTATTCTATAACTTTATAACTTTATAATCTCTTATAAGTTTGTAATTCTATAATTCTATAACTTTATAATCTCCCATAATCTTATTCTATAACTTTATAATTTTTTATAATCTTATTCTATAACTTCATAATTTTGTAACTTTATAACTTTATAATTCTGTAACTTTATAACTTTATAACTTTATAATTCTGTAACTTTATAATTTTATAATCTCATATAAAGAAAATCATAGGATAAAATAATATTGACAGTAAGGATATAATTTTGTATAATATTAATAAAATATAAGTATAGTATGTTATTATAACACAACAAAAATATATTATAAACTAATTACGTTTATTTTATTAATAATGTATTTTTAATTTTATGTGTACCTACACATAATATAATAATTATATATAATTGTATCCATAATGTCAATATCATTTTATCCTATGCTTTTCTTTATATAAGATTATAAAGTTATAGAATTATAGAATTACAAACTTATAAGAGATTATAAAGTTATAAAGTTACAAAATTATGAAGTTATAGAATTATAAAATTATAGAAGATTATAAAATTATAGAATTACGAAGTTATAGAATTACAAAATTACAAAGTTATATAATTATAAACTTATATAATTACAAAGTTATACAAGATTATAAAGTTATAGAATAGGATTATAATAAATTACAAAGCCGTATAATTATAAGATTATCAATGTTAAGCTCTTGTTATCAATAATAGCAAGAAAGTTGTTTTATTTTACGTTGGGTTATAGAATATTATAAAACTATAATTATATATCTTTGTGATCTTTCATAACTTTATAATCTTCTATAATTTTGTAACTTTATAATTTTCTATAACTTTGTAATTATACAACTTTTTAATTCTATAACTTTTTAATTTTGTAATTCTATAACTTTGTAATCTCTTATAACTTTATAATCTTCTATAACTTTATAATCTCTTATAACTTTATAATCTTCTATAACTTTGTAATTATACAACTTTGTAATCTCTTATAACTTTATAATCTTCTATAACTTTGTAATTATACAACTTTGTAATTATACAACTTTGTAATCTCTTATAACTTTATAATCTCTTATAACTTTATAATCTCTTATAATTTTATAATCTCTTATAACTTTATAATCTCTTATAACTTTATAATCTCTTATAATTTTATAATCTCTTATAACTTTATAATCTCTTATAACTTTATAATCTTTTATAAAGAAAATCACAGAATAAAATGATATTGACATTATGGATACAATTATATATAATTATAATATTATGTGTAGGTATACATAAAATTAGAACTATTTTATTACTACATTATTAATAAAATAGAACCATATTGTGTTATTATAACACCACAAAAATATATCATAAACTAATTACTTTTATTTTATTTTATTCATGTATACCTACACATAATATAATAATTATATATAATTATATCCGTAATGTCAATATCATTTTATTCTGTGATTTTCTTTATAAAAGATTATAAAGTTATAGAATTACAAAGTTGTATAATTATAATTATAATTTCTTATAATTATAATCTTCTATAACTTTATAATCTCTTATAACTTTATAATCTCTTATAATCTCTTATAATTATAATCTTCTATAACTTTATAATCTCTTATAACTTTATAATCTCTTATAATCTCTTATAATTATAATCTTCTATAACTTTATAATCTTCTATAACTTTATAATCTCTTATGATTATAATCTTCTATAACTTTATAATCTTCTATAACTTTATAATCTGTTATAACTTTATAATCTCTTATGATTATAATCTTCTATAACTTTATAATCTTCTATAACTTTATAATCTGTTATAACTTTATAATCTCTTATAATCTCTTATAATCTCTTATAATCTTCTATAACTTTATAATCTCTTATAACTTTATAATCTGTTATAACTTTATAATCTCTTATAATCTCTTATAATCTCTTATAATCTCCTATAACTTTATAATCTTCTGTAACTTTGTAATTCTGTAATCTTATAATCTGTTATAAAGAAAATAAGAGAATAAAATGATATTGATAGTAGTGATATAATTGTATATAATTATTATATTATGTGTACCTACACATAAAATTAAAATGTTTTATTAATACATTGTTAGTAAAATAGAACTATATTATGGTATTATAACACCACAAAAATAGATTATAAACTAATTAGTTTTATATTATTTATTTCATGTGTACCTACACATAATATAATAATTATATACAATTATATCCCTACTGTCAATATGATTTTATCCTCTTATTTTCTCCATAACAGATTATAAGATTACAGAAGATTATAATTATAAGAGATTACAAAGTTATATAATTATAAAATTATAAGAGATTATAAAGTTACAGAAGATTATAAAGTTATAGAATTATAAAGTCACAGAAGATTATAATTATAAGAAATTATAAAGTTATATAATTATAAAGTTATAGAAGATTATAAAGTTATAGAAGATTACAAAGTTATATAATTATAAAGTTATAGAAGATTATAAAGTTATAGAAGATTACAAAGTTATATAATTATAAAGTTATAGAAGATTATAAAGTTATAACAGATTATAAAGTCACAGAATATGATTATAATCTACTAAGACAATTATATAATCTATAATCTACCAAGATAATTATATAATCTATAATCTACTAAGACAATTATAACATATAAATATATGTTATAAGGTAATTATATGATGATAACCCATTGATTAATTAGTTTCATCAACAAAAGGATGCTCCGACGGATATAATATATCCTCTAACTTTTCATCTCTTAACTCTTTTAAAACTTCAGATTTCTTAGCCAAGTTGTCTAAGACTTTAGCCTCCGATCTATGTGCCTTTGTATATACATAAGAAACAACTGCATCTGACTGTTGTCCATCCCTATATATACGTCTTGTAACTTGATGCATCAAAATAATCCTATAATCAGGGATAACCAACATATGCCTTGGACTATCCCCAACAACATCATGTAAACTAACACCTTTAGATATAACCGCCAAATTAGCTATCATAAGTCTCTTATTCTTATTGTTATTAAATTCTTTTATTAAGATAGATCGTTGTTTGGCAGCAACCTTACCAACCAACACTATAGGATTATAACTCTTAAAATACTCCGACAAATAGTTTATCGGGTCTATATGATAAAATACTATCACCACCTTCTTATTCGTCGTAGTTAGTAATTCATTAGCAATTCGAGCCACTACTTCACCCTTAACTATAGATATATTCTTCAATGCTTTGGAAACCATATTCCATCCTAATGTTACTAAAATAGGATTATTTGTTCTATGTCCATCTGATATATTAACATACCCTAACTCTAACTTATATCCAAATTCCTCTAATTTGATCCTCTGCATAGGTGTCACATTATATACATTATTAGTAATAGTTAATTTCTTCTCTATATATGGCTTAGGCATACAAACCATGATCTTTGGCTTACTATAATCAATAAATGTCCTAAAGAAAATATCATATTTATTTTTAGAATCTATTCTAGATATTATTTCCTCTCTCTCCAAATAAGATAAATCACAAGGTAAGTTATGAATGAATTCTCTTCCACCTTCTAATATATATCCATTTTGTATATCGTGTCGTGCAATTCGTTCTTCCGTAATCCATCCTAACACTCTACTCACATTAACTATATGTTCTGCTTTATCAAAAGGTGATGCTGATAAACAAATGATCTTACCACCGTATTGTAATACATTCTTAGATATCAATGCGGATGCAATAGTTTTACCGGATTTGTTCTTGATGTTGTCACATTCATCAATAATAAGTAATATCTTACCAGTCCTAAGTAAAGAAGAAAAACATTCTGTAATGGTATATTTATCGTCGTTCTTCTTTATATATTCGTTACGTTGTCCTCTACTTAGAGATGCATAAGTGGAGATATGTCGATTAGTTATACCATAGGATTGTAGTACCTCATTCCACACACTAACAATACTGGGCTCACATATAACAAATGGTATAAATCCTAATTTCCAACAAACAAAGGATGTAGTATGTGTTTTACCAGAACCCATAATACTCGTGTCTATCACTATATTATATTTGTTTAGTTTATCTATAATAGTTGTAGGATGCGTATACTGTCTTGGACGTAACTTTGGATGATTTAGTAATTCATTATATAATCTACATAATGGTCTTAGGTACTTTACTACCTTTGTATCTATTTCCGTCATATATAATATAAGTTCATTAGGTATACTTGATATAGACATTTTGGCTTATGTACCTAAGATACTTGTTATGAAATCAATTTGATAGAAAGATTAATATTATAAAGGAAATATATTTAAAGAGATTCCCTATCAAATCCAAATGACAGAATACCTTGATGATTACACATTACTAAATATTTTAGATTTAACATTAATCAATGAATACACATATAAAAATAAAATATACTTGAAAACTGTCTGCAAAAGATTTTCTCATATAATAGATAATATTAAACATAGTAATTTATTAACTAATAGAAATAAGAATATGAAGAAGATTATTAAATATTACACATGCGTCTATCGAAGATTACATTCCACACAAAAAGATAGTTTGTATTCTCTATTATCGGTAAGTAAGGATAATGTTCAGAAAGCAAAGATATCTTTAATATTAGGAGATATTCATCTTATTAAGAAATATATGGGTTATTGTTGTAGGTTTCCATGGTTGTTATGTGGTTACAGTAATTTACTTACTTTTATGAAATTGAGGGATATGGTTAAGAATATAAATATCAGTTACTCTCAGTTTCAAACACGATATGATAGATGTATTTTATGGGCATGTCAATCTAATAATATAGAAATACTTAGATATATGAAATATTATAATAAATTAGACTGTGCAAATAATATAACCATTGGCAATTATAAGTTTTATTTAAATAATAAATTAGATCATATTTCATATATTAAGAACATTAAGTATTGTTTGAAAAATAGAAATGATGCAACGACGAGTATTATGTTACCAAATAATTCTAAATATGTTCAATATCTACTAAGTAGATTACCATATGAAGACGAACACGGTAAAACATTTATATTAAGGACATGTCATGGATATATAAATATTGATAATTTAAGATATATAAAAGATATTAATTCTTTATATATGTTATTGAATTATAAACGAGATGAGGAATATTGGTTAAGTATTGTTAATAGAATATGCTCTATGGATTGTAATGTAATAATAGTTAGAAAAATTATAGATGATTACCTTATAACTTCTGGAGGATTATGGATTTATAGACTACAAGATTACAAATTCATTTGTAAATTTTTAAGAGAACATGGTTGCATAAACTATGAAACTTATGAGAAAGATATTTTACTCTCTTATAAGTATTTATTCCCATCAAAAGATTTGAATCTTAATCTGTTATACAATCCTTAGCATCTTCCACATTATACGTTTTAACAAAACCATCAGCGAAGATAATGGTCTTCTTCCTTATTGGTATTTCTTCTATTGTTGATATCGACGTGGATATAGGTTTAGGTTTGTCCATTTTAAATATATGATAAGATAATATTTTAATATCAATTCGTGAGTTGGGATATAAAATTATTTATTGTATTTTTTAATGATGTTATATCAGAACGACTAATATTTATATTTATACTTTTAATAATATCATAGTCCATATATGAAAAGTTAACATAAGGAGATAAAAGATAAACTGCTAGATCAGATGTAAGTCTACAATCAACATCTTGCTTACCACTTAAATTATATATATATTGGCAAACAGGTATATTTATAATGTTATATAAAAAGTTTATAGGTATAGGATATGGAAATATTTCCTTGTATTCTTTAACCGTCTTATATACTTGATCTGGTATATGTTTAATTAATTGAATAATTGTATTTGTATCGGAATCGTCTCTTAATGTATATCCCATCAGTAAATATCGATATTCTAATATTTTACTTGGGATACTATCCGGCTCATCCATATATCTATATATATTTCCATGACTTTTGATCTTGCTGTAATCTATATTAGAAAATAAAGTTTTCACATAATCGATAACTTTGTCTACAGGTAAGTCATAACCAATGTTAAAAGATCGAGGACAATTTATCATTATATAATCCTTGAATTTATCAAAAAATACCTTAGGATAATGATAATTATATAACATATCAATATAAAAATATGTGCTCGACAATATATTGATTTTAATCCATGCTAATTTATAATAATAATCATCGTAATTATCAACATTGGCATCAACCTTAATATCATTTCCCCGTTTCGCAATAAATTTATTATATAACCAATTTGGGTTACCATCATATACTAAATATGATGCTATATTATCATAATTATTTAGTGTCGAAGATTCCATTTCTTTTCCACGAGATAAAATATGATTGGATATTATAGTATAGGTTGAAGTATTATATTTAAGATCTTTAATTATATTTTTAATATCAATATCAAGATCTATAGCTCTATTGATAACACTAATTAATGAATTTCTAGTGCCATAATCTATATTTTGTATGTCAGCAAAAATAACTTTCAAAAGTTTATTTTTTATTTTTTCTAAAAATTCATTATCTGGATACAAAATATTGATTAATTTAGATAGTTCAAGATTTGATAACTCCATAAGAAATCCAAAATCCCCTATATATTCAGATATCAAAATATCCTTAACATAATCACATAATTCATTATTTCCTACACTACATAATTTTAATATATCATCAGGTTCACTTTTCTTTATTATATCATAAAGGATTTCACGAGGAAGGGAATTAAGATAATCAACATCCATTTTATATTATAAATATAAAATTATTCATAATATATTATAAATATAAAATTATTTATAATAGATCATAAATATAAAATTATTTATAATATATTATAACTTGAATTCACTTAGAGTATTCTTTAATGCTGATAAATCTTCCCGACCAAGATTAATTATTATATTGTTAATAATGTTATCTATCATAACATAGGGAGAAACGCTTATATATGGTGCAAGAAAGTATATTGATTCTTGTGAAATGTCTCCAATGTGTACCTTATGGATTAACTCATAGACATATCTACAAACTTCTATATTTCCAATATTATATAAGAATGTATATGGTATAGGATCATATGAATACATACTTCCATTGTCAAATTTATAAAATTCCTTTGATACCAACTTGAGCAACTCCATTATATTACTGGTAGGTAAATCATCTTTTAAGCAATATCCCATTACTAAATAATAATAAGATGACACCCTATTTTGTACATCTAAATTACTCTCTGCGTTTCTTACTTTTCTAAGATCTATATTGGATATTAGATCTGTTGCATATTTTATAACATCATTATGAGAAGATTCATAACCAAATATAAAAGGTTCGGGGGCGGAGATCATTATGTATTCCTTAAATTTTTCAAAGAATAATTTTGGATATGCTATTGACGATAATACAAAAATATAAAAATATGTGACAATTTGAATCTTTATCCATGAAAACTTATAATAATAATCGTCGTACTCATTAGCCTTTGGTTCAATATTAATAACATGTTTGGTACTTATGAGGTAATCATATAACCATTTGGGATCACCTCCATTGAATAAATATAATCCAGCATCCCTATAATCAGATATAGGAGTGTCAATCTTTTTTCCTCTAGATAATATATGATCAGTTATTTCATTTACACTAGATTTAGCAATACCTTTATCATTTATTAGGGTTTCAACATCAATGTCCAAATCCACTGCTCTATTAATAATAGAAATTATTATATTTATTTCTTTGACATCTTGAGGATTTCTTCTTTGAGCGGAAGTCTTACTTAGTAATATACTAGATATCTTTTCTAACAATTCATTATCTGGATACAAAATATTGATTAATTTAGATAGTTCAAGATTTGATAACTCCATAAGAAATCCAAAATCTCCTATATATTCAGATATTAAAACATTCTTTACGTAGTCACATAATTCATTATTTCTTACACTACATAATTTTAATATATCATCAGGGTTACTTTTCTTTATTATGTCATAAAGGATTTCACGAGGAAGGGAATTAAGATAATCAACATCCATTTTATCCTACTCATTATAATCTTATTTTGTTATTTTCTTTTGTAATTTTCATATTTTATAATGTGAGACTAAAAATAATATAGATAATATGAATACTAAAGTCTGTTATAATTATTATTATGGGTAGGACCTCATGAAACAAAATGAATAAAAAAATGAGAAGAGAGAAGAAAAGAAAATTGAGAGAAAGATGCAAGGTAAGGGTAGAACAGTCTTTGATTATGAAAAATTACCTCTTAAGGTTAGAATATATCGTATTTCGGACACTGAAGTAGGCTCTGACCAACATAACCCAAGAAATGAATATGTCTTAAATCTTGGGATTGGACACGATGGTAAGTCTCTAAATAAGATAGTATATGGACAAATAACATTACCAGAAGCAGTGGAAAGATTATTCTTAGAAATCATCTCCAATGCTGGTGATAATGTGGATGAGAGCAGAAAGCGAGGTTATGATCCTGGTGTTATTGAAATTACTATGACTAATACTATGATAAAGATTAGAAATGGTGGATGTCCTATTCCTATAGAAGTAGATCCTCGTTATGGTGTTTGGACTCCTCAACTTATCTTTGGTAATCTAGTTTCTAGTTCTCATTATGATCCTAATAAGACAAGAACTGGATGTGGTAGAAATGGTTATGGTGCTAAGTTAGCCAATATCTTTAGTAAACTATTCATAGTTCGTATTGGTAATAATGAATATAAGAAGGAATATGTTCAAGAATGGAGGGATAACATGTGGCTTAATAATCCCGATGAAAATTACTGCCAACCTCCTATAATTTCTGATGGATATAATGGACCTAACTATGTTGAGATTGAATATCATATGGATTTCGAGAGATTTGCAATGACTGGATATACTCAAGAATCGATGTTTTTATTTGCTAGACATGCTGCCGATGTTAGTTTTACCTCCAAAGTTCCAGTTTACTTTAATGGGATGACATTAGATAATTCTGATATTGGGGATTATTGTTTACCATATGCACAAAGTGACGATCCTGCTGTTATAATTTATAGAGAATATGCAAATGGAGTTCCAACCGTCAATAAAAAGATAAAAGGTAATATAGTGACAACTAGTGTAAATCCGGCAGTTCCTGTCCTAGAAATGGCAGTTATGGAAACTGCTTACGCTGGTAAGGTTATATCGTTTGTTAATGGTATGTGTACAAAGGAGGGTGGTGTTCACGTAGAAGCTGCCTTAAAAGCTATTACAACACCAATTCTCGACCTAATTAACTCCGGAAATCCTAGTAGAACTGGAAAAGGAAGAAAAGGAGCGAAAGTACCAGATGAAAAGGAAGAGAAATCTACTGGTGCAAAAATTACTCCTTCTGATATCACACCACATCTAACTTTAATTATTGCTGTTCGTGTCGAAAATCCATCCTTCAAATCTCAAACTAAGGAATTCTTAACTAAACCAAGACCAAAAGTTAATATATCTGCAGATGCATTAAATCCTATGAAGAAGTGGGATATTGTTGATCTATTATGGAAACAATTAGAAGCAAAGAAGTTTGCATTGTTAAGAAAGACCGATGGCAAATCTAGAGGTAGATTTGATGATGGTAAAGTTAGACATGCAAATAATGCGGGAGATGGAAAGACGGATTGTACATTAATTATCGTAGAAGGAGATTCTGCGAAATCGTATCCTACTAAATTATTATCGGAAATGGAAAAGAATAGAAAAGATAAGGAAGTTACTGGAAGAGATATTTTTGGTATTTGGCCTATTAGAGGTAAGATCATTAATACGATGAAGGCGACGGTGGAGCAATTATCTAATAGTGATATTATTTGCAATTTAAAGAAGATCTTAAAGTTACAGGAGGGTGTTGACTATTCTGATCCTGCTAACTTTGCAACCCTAAACTATCAAAGAGTGGTTATTCTTGCTGATGCTGATGATGATGGTAAGCATATTATTGGATTGGTTATTTGCTATTTCTATGTTAGATTTAGAAGTTTATTACAGAGAGGATATATTAACTTTATGAGAACGCCTCTTATTAGATTAAAGCGCAAAGATGGAAATAACAAGGGTAAGGCTTTCTTCACTATGAAGGAGTTTGATGAATGGAAGTTACAAAATCCTAATGTTAAGATAAATCATGGTGACATTAAGTATTGTAAAGGATTGGGATCGAGCAGTGATAAAGAAATCGCCGGAGATTATCCCAGTAATATTCGTCAAATTATGTGCGTTTATGATGATGAAGTACAAGAATTGGATCAATACGGAAATATTGTAAAGATAGATAGGGCGGCAGAAGCTATGAATTTAGCTTTTCATCCTACATATGCTAATCAAAGAAAAGAATGGATTGAGAAATGGGTTCCCGCTGAAATACCTTCCAATTTAGTATACTTACCTATCTCGCAATTTATTAAGAGTGAACTTATCGAATATGGTTACCGTGATCTGGTTCGATCTATTCCTAATGTTATGGATGGTTTAAAGGATGGTCAACGCAAGGCATTATTTGGTATTTTACTTAGATGGTATAACAGAGGTCCCAATAGTGCAAAAGTTGGTAAGAAGGTGAAGGTTGGTAATGAGAAAATAAAGGAAAAGAAAAACTTTAAGCCAGCGACAGTTGAAATTTATGGTAGTTATGCTTCTAGTATTACTGCATATCATCATGGTCCAGCTAATATGTGTAAGACAGTGGTTAATATGGGGCAAAGCTATGTTGGATCTAACAATATGCCTTATTTTGAGGCGGATGGTCAGTTAGGTTCTAGAGATTTGGATGGTAAGGATTCGGCACAGAACAGATATCCTAGTGTTACTCCTTCTTGGTGGATTCCATATGTCTATCGAGAGGAGGATGATCCTATCTTAAAGTATAAGGAGGAACAGGAGATGACTATTGAACCGGAGGAATACTTACCTATATTAAACATGGAACTTATTAATGGATTTAGTGGTATTGCTGTTGGATTTTCTACTTTTGGATTGAAACATAACCCTAGAGATAATGCTAATTGGTTAAAGGCGAGATTGATGGGACAGGTACCCACTGAATTTATCCCATGGTATCGTGGATTCCGAGGTACAATTGAAGTAAAGAGTAAGGATAAGGGTCATGTAGTTGATATATTACCTGAGGTGCAGAGTGAGATTGTTGAGAATGTTGAATCTGTGGAAAATAATGCGGAGAGTCATAATAAATATGAGGACGCGAAGGAGGATGATAGAAGTTGGATAGTGGTTAAGGGAGTTTTTCAGAATACAGGAAAGGAAATTATAGTGACAGAGATTCCCTTTACTACTTCCATTGATGCATATAAACAATTCTTAGAGAAATTAAAGACTAATAAGAAGATAAAGAGTTTTCTTGATCGTAGTACGGCAGATTATCCTCATTTCATTATTAAGGGATTTAAGGAGGAAGCTAATCATAAGAACTTGTACTTACAGAGGAATTTATCTATGACTAACATGGTATTGTTAGATAATGGAAGACCTAAGAAGTATGCTTCAGCTCATAATATTATGGAGACTTTCTATCAAAAGAGATTACCATGGTATCAAGTTAGAAAGGATAGTATTTTAACTAAGTTAAATCATAAATTGAAGGTTATTTCTGATAAGATAAAGGTTATTAGATTGGTGAAAGATGGACATGTAACAATAATAAATAGAAAGAAGCCGGATGTGATGAATGAATTAGAGAAGACCCATGGTATTAATAAGGATAATGTTTCGGATTTATCGTTGTGGTCATTAACGGATGATATTATTGAGGAGCATGTTAACAAGTTAAATAAGACGCATGAGGATATTCAGAAAGTTACAAACACTGACATTCGTCAGATGTGGTATAACGATATCCTTGCATTTGAAGAGAAGTATAATGAAATGGAGCTTAAGGCAGAAAAGAAATCTAACAAGAAGAAGTAAAACTCCTAATATAAAGTGCAATACAATAATATATTATATAATATATTATAGATTATAGATTATAGAATATCTTATAGATTATATAATTATCTTATAGATTATAGATTATAGATTATAGATTACATTATAATTATCTTATAGATTATAGAATATCTTATAGATTATATAATTATCTTATAGATTATAGAATATATTATAGATTATATAATTATTTTATAGATTATATAATTATGTTATAGATTATAATTATCTTATAGATTATAAATTATAATTATGTTATAGTTATAATTATGTTATAGATTATATAATTATCTTATACATTATATAATTATATAATTATGTTATAGATTACATTATAATTATCTTATACATTATATAATTATATAATTATGTTATAGATTATAGATTATAGATTATAGATTATAGATTATAGATTATAAATTATAGATTATCTTATAGCTTATAGATTATATAATATATTATAGATTATAAATTATAGATTATAATTATCTTATAGTTATAATTAATTATAAGTACGAATAAAATAGTATAGATGTAATGCATTTAATAATGTATTAAATTTCATTCATGTGTACTACCTCATGAACAATTTCTCATGAAATCATATATAAAATATATAATTTAGAGAGTTAATAACTATATCAATAATGTTCTTCTCATATTATGTTATTCTTTTAAGGATTTACAATTTTCTAACTTCACCAACTTTATAATTAATATTTATAAAAATATTTTTATATAATATATAATTATAAAGTTATTGAAGTTAGAAATTTATAAACCCTTATCTTGTTTGCGCTCTTGTTCTTATAAATGACCTTAAGGTCATTTATAAGATATAGAGAGAATAATATAATATGAGAAGAACATTTTAAGTATAGTTATTAACTCTCTAAATTATATATTTTATATATCATTTCACGAGAAATCGATATATGTAATTACATTATGAACAAAAAATATACAGATATGCTGGATATAAACTGATTAAGATATGAACTCATGTATACTACCTCATGAAAGATTTCCCATAAAATATTATCTATATTATATATTTTAAATACATTGACAACTATACTTAAAATATAATATAGATAATATTTTATGAATAATTTTTCATTAGAAAAATTATATACTATTTATCACGTAATATCTATACCATTCTGTTCATAATATAATTAAATATATCGATTTGCATAAGAATTATATTACAACAAATCTTTATCTTTGATGAAAGACTATATACATATATATTATATAATATACAACTTTATTATATAATCTAATTAATTATAATTCTTAGAACTTAAATATTTCATGATATTACTCGATGTAAAGTTAGGATTTGATAACAATACACTTAAAACTATAATCGGGGTCGGCTTCAATTCCTCTATCATAATAAGTAATCTAGCATTAAAAACATTTATTGCTCTCACATTCTCATACAAAATTTTTAACGTTATATAACATTTTATCGGATCCAATCCAAAGACATATACAAGATCATCCTCTCTTGTTCCCACATATTGCAATATTAATTCTCTATTAGATAAATTCATAATAAATGGAATAAATATATCCCTCCTAGTCTTTTCTCCTAAATAATTATTCAAAAGTGTCGATATAAAACTATTCATATCTCCTATCCTAAGATCTTGCAATACAAAATTAATTAAATATCCTATTAAAATAGAAGTTCGCTGACTATTATCATAATCATCTAAATTAATAATCGTATCCGTCTTCATTTCATATCCTTCATATAAGAAAGGATCCGCCTCCAATATATATTCCATATTTTTTATGAAAATATTTGTTGGATAGGAACTATTAAGTAGAAGATTGGCCACCGTTATATATTTATTTGCTTCCATAATATCTCCTCCATGATCCACATACTTAGAAATTGATGATGTTCTCAATAAATTACTAGATTGTAAATTATAAATTATAGAATCTATCGTATTAAGTTGCGGATAATACATCCCAATATACGACATCTTATTATTCTCAAATGCCAGCAATATATCATTAACATACTTTGCGTCCTTTCCATACATATTATATAAATAACGAAGATCATTATTGGTATATTGTAAAGAAAATGCTCTTTCTAAAATGTAATCTGCACTTAAATTTGGATAATATTTTCTAGTTTCGGGATTAGGATATATGACATTATATATTGGTAAAAGAACAGAAGATCCTACCCTAAATAATACTGGAAATTCCCCAAAAAATTGTCTCACTTTATTGATTTCTTCTAGATTTTCCACCTCCATATTATATCTTTTCTTTCCTTATCAATATTATTTCAAAATACTATTTAAACTTCAATTTTATCTGTATTTATATCTATTTACAAAAATAGATATTGCTATCTTCTATACATTATTCTTTTTAAGAAATTTTAATTGGGACCTATGAATTCAGTTTTATATACAATGGGCTGATCTCCATTGTATCTATAATACTTTTTATATACAGTTCTGTCTCCACAATGACTAGTGGAAAATGTTGTTGATTGATTGACTCTTCCATCTGGGTGGTAGATAATTATTCGTTTCTCTTTTCCATTTTCATCGTACTGTGTGTCCTCACATATTTTCCCATCTTTAAAATATTTTTTTTGTTTCATATAATCACGTTGAACTTTTACTCCCGTTCTTTTATACTCATTCGCTTTTAACATATACCATATTTTTACTCCAACTATTAATCCATTGTCATATACGGTTTCTGTGTATTCCTCATGAAGATAGTTCCACTCTTTTTCTAATCCAATCCTTCTGCCGTTTTCATAATGGATTTCCTTTAATGGTCGACCATCTTTATCCCATTCTTTGGACACACCATGCAGTTGTCCATTATCTGAATAGTTAATCATGGACATTTGTTCTCCATTTTCATGAAATTGTTTATGAACACCAATCTTCTTTCCATCCTTGTACATTCCTGACTCTAGAACAAATCTTTTATATTTAGAACCAAATGACCATTCTATGTGTTCTCCATGTCTTTGTCCCTTTTTCCAGTTGGTAATAGATTTTAATTGTCCGTTTCTGTAATACTTTAATTCTTTTCCATCAGATTTTACACTATCATATTCTACTAATCTACTTTTACGTTTTATCTGACCGCATGGGTAATAAGAAATGTCAAATTGGATTTTGCTTGTGGATAAGAGTAGTCCATGTCGTTCTATTACTAATTTTATTTGTTCATGAAGAGCAAATGTTGGTTTTACATCTACAAACTCCTTTCTCCAATCTTTGTGTTGTTTGCATATAGAGTTAAAATACTTAGATACGGCGTATAGAGCACAGAAAAGAACGGAGTCATTTCTTACCATATAATATAAAACATCAGAGTTTAAAGATTGCAACATTATTAAATAATAGTGTGTAAATATAATCCTTCAGTCTACATTATTATATAAATTTAAAAATCAATTTGCATGATAATATTTATTATATACTATTTATAATATAAAAAAATGAGGAAAAAGAATATAAATATATGCTGGTAGGAGTTATAAAATGAAATAGAAAATGGAAGGGGATGGTTTATAGATTATGTAATCTGGAGACATAAGAATATGATGATAATCATGTAAGATAACAGAAGAATAAAATACGGTTATCAATTTACAATGACGCATTCATCATATCAAATTCAAAATCTTTCATATAAATACTTAATAAGAAATTTCTAAAAAATAAATATCATCAATAAACAAAATAAGACAAAATGTCAGGCTTTAACTTTATTAAATATATGAAAAGAAAGCCAATAACGAACAAATGTATGGTATTAGATTTAGATGAGACACTTGTACATACATTTGATATGTGTGGTAATAGCGAATATATTTATCAACAATTGGCAAATGATCCAGATCCATTAATCCGATCAAGAATAATTAGGCTTAAATTTATGAATAATGGAAAAATGGAAGATATGTGGGGTATATTAAGGCCAGGTACCAGGGAATTTATAGATTTTCTATATTCATATTGTAAAGTAATAGTAGTGTGGAGTGCTGGACAAGAAGGTTATGTAGATGATATTGTTGGTCATATATTTCGGGATGTTTTAGATCCTCATATTACATTTTCATATTGGAGTGGAGGTGGTATGCGTCATAATGATTGCAAACCATTGCATAATCTTTATTCTCATCATCCATTAATACAAAATGTTATGTCAAAAAATAATACTTTTATTCTGGATGATAGATACGAAAATTTTAAGAAGAATTTAGGTAATGGAATATTAATACCACCTTATGAACCTGCATTCTTTACCACAGATATAAATGTTATAAGGTATAATATATTAAATGATTCGGATAGAAGATTAGATCAATTACAAGATTGGCTTATGAGAGATGATGTAATATGTAGTTCAGATGTTACCTTGTTAGACAAAAATAATATTTTTTATTAGATTTTCCTTTTATAAAAAATGGAAACCATTATTCCGGAATGGCAAAAGAGATTAGCTGATGCATCGGGAGTTCCCGTCGAATATTGGAATTTACCTGAGAACGAACTTAAAGAAAAATTGAAGTGGCATAATACAATATTAAGCATACCACCATTAACGGAATCTCAATTAATTATGAAAGAAGACAAGAGTGATGAGGGCGAAGAATGTTGATAATACGTAATATGATTTCTTTTACAAAGATTACAATTTCTTATCCTTGCAATCTATAACTTTATAATTTCTTATCTTTATAATCTCTTACAAAGATAATCTATAACTTTATAATTTCTTATCTTTATAATCTCTTACAAAGATAATCTATAACTTTATAATTTCTTATCTTTATAATCTCTCACAAAGATAATCTATAACTTTATAATCTCTTATCTTTATAATCTCTTACAAAGATAATCTATAACTTTATAATTTCTTATCTTTATAATCTCTTATCTTTATAATCTATAACTTTATAATCTCTTATCTTTATAATCTCTTATCTTTATAATCTCTTATAAAGATAATCTATAACTTTATAATTTCTTATCTTTATAATTTCTTATCTTTATAATCTCTTATCTTTATAATTTCTTATCTTTATAATCTCTTATCTTTATAATTTCTTATCTTTATAATGTTATCTTTATAATCTCTTATCTTTATAATCTCTTATCTTTATAATCTCTTATCTTTATAATCTCTTATCTTTATAATCTCTTATCTTTATAATCTCATATAAAGATAATCTATAACTTTATAATCTCTTATAAAGATAATATATATCTTTATAATCTCTTATAAAGATAATCTCTTATAAAGATAATCTATAACTTTATAATCTCTTATAAAGATAATCTCTTATAAAGATAATCTATAACTTTATAATCTCTTATAAAGATAATCTATAACTTTATAATCTCTTATAAAGATAATCTATTATAAAGATAATCTCTTATAAAGATAATCTATAACTTTATAATCTCTTATAAAGATAATCTCTTATAAAGATAATCTCTTATAAAGATAATCTATAACTTTATAATCTCTTATAAAGATAATCTCTTATAAAGATAATCTATAACTTTATAATCTCTTATAAAGATAATCTATAACTTTATAATTTCTTATCTTATAATTAGAATAAACTATGTAGATATAATATTAACTTTAATATCCTAATAATATATAATTTTTATGTGATAAGGTGATACACATGAATATTTTTAAATTAAATGTTTGAGTATATAGAAGTAAGATATTATTAACTTCTATATATAAAATTATCGTATTCTACTAAGTTATTATCTCTATATCTTATAAATGCGATTAAGGGCATTTATAAGAACAAGAGCGAAATAATAAAATATAATTTTCCTACTTGGCGGAATTGTATAATATATACTTTATATAACTTCGTAGATAATTTTTATTATATATAATCATAAACTTAGATTTATAATTTTTGTAATCATCTGTAAAGTCATAAAAGAATAATTTAATATAAGAAGATACTTTTAGATATAGAAGTTAATAATATCTTACTCATATATAATTACAAAATAAATTTAAAAATATTGATGTGTATCACCTCATCAGATAAAAATTATATATTATTAGGATATTAAAGTTAATATCATATCTGCGCAGTTTATTCTAATTATAAAGATATAGATTATCTTTATAAGAGATTATAAAGTTATAGATTATCTTTATATGAGATTATAAAGATAAGAAATTATAAAGATATAGATTATCTTTATAAGAGATTATAAAGTTATAGATTATCTTTATATGAGATTATCTTTATAAGAGATTATAAAGTTATAGATTATAAAGTTATAGATTATCTTTATATGAGATTATCTTTATAAGAGATTATAAAGTTATAGATTATAAAGATAAGAGATTATAAAGTTATAGATTATCTTTATATGAGATTATAAAGATAAGAGATTATAAAGATAAGAAATTATAAAGATAAGAAATTATAAAGTTATAGATTATCTTTATAAGAGATTATAAAGATAAGAGATTATAAAGATAAGAAATTATAAAGTTATAGATTATCTTTATACGAGATTATAAAGATAAGAAATTATAAAGTTATAGATAATCTTTATAAGAGATTATAAAGATAAGAGATTATCTTTATAAGAGATTATAAAGATAAAGTTATAATTATAATATAAGATAACATATGACAAGATAAAAGATTATGAGGTAAATAATTATAAGATATATAAGTTATAATAGAGAATTTTATCTATAATATAAAATGTTAGGTATAATTGCTGGTGTGGTCGTTGGAATGATCGGACCTAGTGTAGGTAAATATTTAGTTAAAAATATAGTAGTTAAAACTGCAGTACAAAAACTCAAAGAACGAAGATGGATTCTAACCAGTAAATTGTTGGAATTAGTTGCTAATTAATGAATGAAATATGTTGAATAATTATCTATTTCACATATATTATAATTTATTTTGTTATTAAATTATAATCTATCTTATCTTTACAAAATTATAACTTATAACTTATCTCATCTTTATAAAGTTATAATCTATCTCATCTTTATAAAATTATAATCTATCTCATCTTTATAAAATTATAATCTATCTTATCTTTACAAAATTATAATCTATCTCATCTTTATAAAATTATAATCTATCTCATCTTTATAAAATTATAATCTATCTCATCTTTATAAAATTATAACTTATCTCATCTTTATAAAATTATAACTTATCTCATCTTTATAAAATTATAACTTATCTCATCTTTATAACCTCTTATAAAGATAATCTATCTTATCTTTATAAAATTATAACTTATCTCATCTTTATAAAATTATAACTTATCTCATCTTTATAAAATTATAATTTGTCTCATCTTTACAAAATTATAATCTATCTTATCTTTACAAAATTATAATCTATCTTATCTTGTTATCATAATATTATATGTGGATAATAAAATGTCAAGATATACAAGACAGAATAGAAATCCACCAGTATATGTTGAAAAGAGTATATCCCAAGCAAGAAAGGGTGTATTAAATTTACCACAAGAACTACAAACTCAAGTCTTAGGTGATCTTCGTGGAGAAGAGTTAATTGATTTATGCGAAAATAATAAAAATTTTTACCAAATCTGTAATGACAAATATTTATGGAAACAAAAAATAATAGATGATTTTGGTAGTAAGATTGTGGATGGTATAGAAAATATTGATATATACGAATATGCCAAATATTTGTATACTCCAGTAAAAGATGGAGAGCTATATGTTGAACTTAAAATCGTTCCTAATGAAGATGAAATTGAATGGAGTGATCTTTACACATTTGTTTATTCTGATAGAATGACAAAAACTATGAGATTACCCAAAGGAGTATATTTTACTACAAGAATTAATAATGAAATTTTAAATAGAATGTATTATACGGAATACAAATTTAATAATAGAATTTTATTTTATATGGTATATTTAATACCTAAAATAGATAGTAATGTTAGAAAAGGTGATTTGATGAATATTGTATATAGTAATCGTAGGCCTAATATAGTAACAGAAGTAAAGTTAAATTATAAAAATGCTAACGATATACCAATAGGTTGGAAGCGTATGATAAGAGATATTCATTATGATGATGATGGAATTGAATTTGAGCTTGAAGACGGATCAACTCACTATATATCTTATTAGTACATAATAAAAGAAATAAAGATAAAATATAAAATAGATTGGAAGGATATAATAATTAGTCATGATGATCATGGAGATGATGTTGTATCGAAGAGACTTATATACTTATAGCGTCATTATCTACATATATCATGATAATACAATTATAAAGATATAAAACAATACTAATACTATGACCATTAATTCATAGTATTTTAATTTCATGGAGGGAGACACACCTAAAAATCATTGTATAGAATTATTATACGATATAATAATTTGTTTCATATTATTTATATAATAGTTTATATAAATAATTTATATATAAATTATAACTTTTTAGAATAAGTAAAGCGTGTGTCTCCCTCCATGAAATTAAAATACTATGAATTAATGGTCATAATATTAGTATTGTTTTATATCTTTATAATTGTATAGAATAAGATAAAGTATAATTATATAGAGATAAGATAAAGTATAACTGTTAGAATAAGATAAAGTATAATTGTATAGAGATAAGATAGTTTATAAATTATAAAGTATAATTATATAGAGATAAGATAAAGTATAATTATATAGAGATAAGATAGTTTATAAATTATAAAGTATAATTATATAGAGATAAGATAAATTATAATTGTAATTGTATAGAATAAGATAAATTATAATTTAATATAAGTTATAATTGTATAGATTGATCTTGTTATTGATATTCACCCCTATATGATGATTGATCCTGTTGTTGATATCCACCACCACCTCGATATGAACCTTGTCCACGATTAGATTGACCGCGATATCCACCTCCACGATTAGATTGGCCACGATATCCACCACTGGAATTACCTCGTCCCCGATATGAACCTCTAACTCCAGATCTTACACCACGATATCCACCACGTCCACCTCTACTACGATTTTCATAATTTTCTCGTTGTTGTGCGCGTTCTTGTTGTATGCCGGTTAATACTCGCTGTACGGAATCTCTATTAAATTTAGCCAATTTTGATTCTGCGGAGGCCTCATATAATTTATTATTGTCAGTAGGATACCTAGATAGAAGGGCAGTGGATAGGAAAGGTTGTACTGCCCTAATTAATCTATTAGGATCTATTATAGGGATTATAGGAATACCTCTCCATTTATCATCATATCCATCTAATTCAAAAGGGAAACCTAGGGGATAATAATCACCCACTGCACTTTCCGGATATGTTAATCCTATAACCTCTCTAGGAATAAGGTGGAATGAAGGAGGAGGCATGACAGCTAGCAATTGATGCACTGGAGTAAATATTTGTGTTTCCACATATGGGACTAGTGTCTCAACATCTGCTGCCTTTTCATTTCTTGTTAAAACTTGATATATATCAAATAACATGGGTGCATGATAATATGGATAATAATACCAATAATTAACAGCAGACATACCTTGTTTGTAATAAACATAAGTCCATGCAATACCAGTTAAAAAGTATAAAACCATTTGTTCAATGGATTGTGGGGCAATATTTCCTCCATCAGGGGATATCTTATCAACTAATTCCGATAAATTATTTAAATATGATGAATTTCTATATCCTAAGGCATTAGTATACCATGCATCTCTAAATTTCATATAATCAAACTGACTAGTTTCTCTATTGATGGCAGCATCGATCATACGAGAAGGATTAGATCTAGGAATGGTACTAATAGTAAGCATAAGAGATGGTTCTCGTTCTGTAAGTAATTTAATAAACTCGATGAAGGAATCCCAATTTATACCGAGAGAATAGTTACCATTTTCATCAGTTTCTTCATATGTAAGTGGTTTACCAATAGTTCTATAAATATCAAACATTAGATTAAGACTATCGACTAAATTTTCTAAAGAGGGAATATGTGGAAGAAAATCATTACCTAATAATGACATCATCAAAGCAAAATCATCTAAAACACGATTTTCATCATTTTCATATAATGGGAAGTCTTCATCTAATTTTAAGCCTAATCGTAAGGAGTCAATGGAAACAATATCTTCAATATCTTCGCGCATTAAATATACATTTTGAAGTTTAGAGATGAGGGATAAAATAATAAGATCAGCATCGAGACCATAGATAACGTGAGCACCACCCATAGAGTCGAGTCTTCCACTTCTAATAACGTCCATAATTTTATGTTCACCTTCGCCTTGAACTAGATGGCTGGAATATAGGACATCAACGGCGGAAGTTAATCTATAATTATTACACCAACGTTGAAGTTCGGCGTCGATGGTGCGCATAAAGTCGGTACCGGGAGTTATACTATTTCTATCGAAGAAACTGTCTTCGGAGGTGAGGGAGGAACGCCAGCGACGCATGCGTTGTTGAATAATTTTTGCGAAGGGGGCGACACCATCGATGGCGAGAATAATAATATCTTGAGGATTGACGAGACGGATGGCATTATTTAATTTGCGTTTGAGAGTATCGATGAAGCGATCCATAACACGGTTCAAAGGTTCACTATATAAACTTGCTTGAGCATCTTTATCTTCGAACTCACCATAATAAAATACTTGTTGAGCGACAGAATGTAGCATACCGTTCATATCAATACTGATACTTGAGACATAATCAGGTAGATTTTTACGAAGTAGATTTTGGTATTTTTTATTACGAATCCAACTACCATAAAACTTAGGAATTCCCATTTTATACTTTTATTATGTGTCTGTTAATTTAAAATTCCCTAACAATATAATTTATCAATTAGAAAGAAGAAACTACCTTATGTCAACATTAAACAAGGTTAGTGTGTCCCATTATTTAGACAAAAATGTCGTAGATTTATTTTTTGAAGATGGAGGTAATGAAAAGATAGTCATTCCTAAATGTGAATTAGAAAATTATGTAATAGATGAAGATGAAAGGAAGAGATCAATAGTGACGATAATTATGGCATTAATACATTTTTATGGGAAACTATATAATATGGGTGAGATAGAGTGGAAAGATTGTTTAATACCGATAAAGAAATTTTTAGGAAAGGGGTTGGAGACGTGGTTGAGAGGGGAAGTAGAGTATATGACATTAGACAAAAGACTTCCATGTACCGGATGTGCATTTCGATTAACGAATAATGATATAGGAATATTAAAGAGTTTATTTTTAGGATTGTGGATAACATCTATATCTGAAATTTTTAATTCTGAAGTCGGTAAGTAAATTATCGACATATAATTAAAAAATGGAGAAGTTAGAAAGGGCTTCTAAGAAATTAGTTAATAATGAAGATCCAAGCAAAATATTTAATTGGGATACTATGGAAGAAATTGGCAAAGGCGGTTTCGGAAAAGTCTATAAGGTTTCTAACAAGCTAAACGAAACCTTTGCTATCAAAGAAATTGGCCTTACTAAATCCGGTATCGATAATCCCTTAGAATTAAGTATCTTAAGTTCACTAAATCATTATTGTATCGCTCGTGCCTTAGATATTAGAGTAGTAACTTCACATGTACATCTTGTAATGGAGTTAGCTAAATGTGATTTACGAAATTATTTGATCGGTTTACGCAAGAAAAATAATGTATTGAAAATTGAGCAATGCAAAAAGTGGATGTTTTCCCTCATTCAATCCGTCCTACTTTTGCATCAACAAAATATAGTACATGCTGATATCAAAACCTCAAATGTTCTCGTATATGAGGATGGTTCTGTTAAGCTAGCAGATTTTTCCACCGCCAAACGTCTCTATCCTCATGAAGAAATTCGTCAAGCACCTGGTACCGCCAGTTTCCGTGCTCCAGAAGTTTGGATTAAAGAACCTCTAGCCTTATCCCTAGATATATGGTCCTTAGGATGTACCTTTTATGAAATGTTGTTCAGTAAGCAATTATTTCCATCTCAAATGGTATCCTATGATAAAGTGGAAGCCATAGGTAGAAAGATGCAAAATAGTAACATCACCCAAAGAGATAAGTGTATAAATTCTATTATAGATTTTGCCGAAAAGACTCGACAAACCTATAATTTAAAGATAAATAAAGTTACAGGAGAGTATAAAAGTCCAGAGTTACATCCACGATTCTTAAGACCATCACATGAATTTGATAAAGGAGTAGAGGAAAGATTTATGAAACCATCCGATGATCTAAAAGATATTATTAGGATAATAAGGAGTATGTTGGAGATAGATCCATCTAAGAGACCCACTGCCCAAGAATTATATTTTGATCCATTCTTCCAGGGATTAACAAAATATCCTATAATAAATTCATCATATCCTCCAACAAAAAGTTTCCTCCAAGAGCGGGACAAGATAAAGAAATCTATGATGGTTGAATGTAATGAGCATCTTGTCTTAGAATGTGCCCTACATATTTGTAGTAAGGCATATGGTAGAGCACATATGTCTATTGGTATATTATGTGATGCATGTCTATTCTTAGCATATAAGATATGTAGTCGGGCAATTCCAGAACATTATTTAAAGAATGATAGACGGGATAGGATATTAAAGGCTGAAATACAAGTGTGTGAAAGTTTAAAATTTTCACTTCATGATTGAATAGATTATATAATTATCTTAATAGATTATATAATTTATCTTATACATTATATAATTATTTTAATAGTTATATAATTATCTTAATAGTTATATAATTATCTTAATGGATTATATAATTATCTTTAATCTTATCATATATAATTATCTTAATGGATTATATAATTATCTTTAATCTTATCATATATAATTATCTTAATGGATTATATAATTATCTTTAATCTTATCATATATAATTATCTTAATAGATTATATAATTATCTTTAATCTTATCATATATAATATAGAATTAAAAATGATATTAAGTATATGGATATAAAATTAATATTATTTTATCTTATGTGTACCAACACATAAGACTTTTCCACTTAATATTAGTGTAAAATATAGAATTTAGAGACCATTGTGGCTATATCTAAAATTATCTCTTAATATTAGATTATTCTTTTAAGGAAGTATAAATTTTCAATGTTATGGAATTGTATAATATATAGTTTATAAAAAATTTTTATTATATATAATGTTAAGTTGGGGAAGTTGAAAAATTATATTTCCTTAAAAGAATATCTTAATAAGAGAGAATAATTTTAGATATAGTTACAACGGTGTCTAAATTCTATATTTTACGCTAATATTTATAAAATTCATCAATGTAGAGGTATACATGAAATAGAATTAATATTATTTTATATCCATATCTTTAGTATCATTTTTAATTCTATATTATATAATATAGAACAAAAATAATTATAACTATCTTAATAAATTGATTAATTATTTATTAAGATAATATTATATGTAATAATGGATAAGCTGCCTGATGAAGTATTATTTTCTTATTTATTTTCTTCAAACTTTGAAGTATCAACCTTACTTTCCATGGTTTCCACAAGATTTAAGTATTTAAGCAAACTTGGATATGGAAAAGATAGAATTAACAATAAAGAGTATTTTCTTAATAAAGTAGAGAAAGTTAGGTGTAACAGTAGAAGAAAATATTGGTTAAATAATTATGATGTTCCTAACCGGTATTCAAGTAAAACATCAAATACCAAGGTTTTTTATGAAGATAAATATACAAGAAAGAAAAATGGTAAATATGAAGAATATTGGTCTCCATCGCGCCTCAAATGTAGAGGATATTATGTTAATGGAGAATTAAATGGATTATATGAAAGATGGTATGAATATGGCCACCCTAGATTAAGATGTAGCTACCGTAAAGGTAAGTTACATGGTAATTATGTGACGTGGGATGAATATGGGAGAAAGTTAAAAGATTATAATTATAACAATGGAAAATTACATGGTAAGTATGAAGAATGGGATAATGGAGGAAGGAAAACTAAAGATTTAATATATAAAAATGGAAAATTACATGGAAAATGTTTATATTATGACAACTGCCGCACATTAGAACGTTTATATACAAATGGAGTTAACACGAAGGATACCTATTATTTCTAATTACAATGTATTATTATTCCTAATTACAATATATATTGTTCCTAATTATAATGTATAACGCAATATATTATGATAAAATGATTTTATAAAAATATTGTTGAGATTAATGAATGTTAAGTATGGATGTTATACCTAAGGATGTTATCTTCTATAATATTTGTTATTATGATTATGAAGTTGCATCATTATTTTCATTATTGTGTAAAACATATAATGAATTAGCTAAGGGTTATAATGGAGAAAGCAGAACTCCTAAAGGCTATTTTTTGAAGGAAGTAATAGGAACGGATATATATATGAATTTATATAAATATAAATATAAATTTTATATTAATAAATTTAATAATATGAAGGAAAATATATACCAGTCTTGGTATCATGAAGGAAATAAATTAAAAAAATACTTTTATACAAATGGCAAATTAGATGGTAAATATAAAAAATATCATAAAAGTGGAAATAAATTTATAGAATGTAAATACAAGAATAACGAACTACACGGTAAACATTTTAAATATTATGAGAATGGAAATAAACACGAAGAATGTAATTATATAAACGGCAAATTAAATGGTAAATATTTCAAATATTATGAGAATGGAAATAAACGTGAAGAATGTAATTATAAGAACAATAAATTAGATGGCAAATATTTAGAATATTACGAAAATGGAAATATAATGATTAAACGTAATTATAAGGAAGATAAGTTGGATGGCGAATATTTCAAATATTATGAGAATGGAAATAAACGAGAAGAATGTAATTATAAGGACAATAAATTAAATGGCAAATGTTTTAACTATTACGAAAATGGGAATACAATGATTGAAGGTAACTATAAGAATAATAATAAAGATGGCAAATATTTAGAATATTACGAAAATGGAAATAAATACGAAGAACGTAATTATAAGGATAATAAATTAGATGGCAAATATTTAAGATGGTGTACCAACAAAATTAAAGAAGTTCATTGTTATTATAATTATGGTAAGTTAGACGGTAAATATCAATCATGGTATGATAATGGAAATAAATTAGAAGAATGTAACTACAATGAAGGCATCTTAGATGGTAAATATCAATTATGGTATTTTAATGAAAAGAAACATATAGAATGTTGGTATAAAAATGGTAGAAAAGATGATGAATATTTTAAATGGCATAATAATGGCACTATATGGGAAAATTTTAATTATAAAAATGTGTATCCCATACAACAATAAAACTATTAATACACTTATAATATATAATAAATTATATGATATAAAGAAATATACGAGATGTCTAATAAATTAATTGTAGACTTTGAGAATTTTGGACTAACTGCCACAGAAACTTGCAATATTGTAACCCATATTGCAGATCTGATTACCAAACGCTCTTATATCCAAGCTTTAGAATATATAAATAAACTATATTCTTCCCCATCTCTCCATCCTTCTGATATACCATTCCTTAATGGATTAAAAATTATAACAAAATATCATTATGGTGTCCTAGATAATGTTGAAATAGATAAATGGAATTATATATTAGATAAACATACTATGTCTTGGGAAGACATTGCCCTATACAAAAACGATTCTGGATTAGTATGTGCTATCTTACACATTAATGGTTATCTTCATATACATGAACTTTCAATCCCTTTATAGACCTCACATCTAATATCTGACAAGATAACAACATCTCTATGATATTATCTATATATAAATTATTAATATATTAATTTTATAACATTATTTTAAGTGTTTTAAAAAGTACAAAATGCAAATTGTGGAATTTATAATTATATAAAAATTATAAATTTTTATTTTATATAATAATATGATAAAATTATTTGTTATAATTTTTAAAACGCTTAAAAGAATGTTTTAAAATTAATATATTAATAATATCTATATAGATAATAGATATAAAACTTAGTAATAGAGTAAATTATATAATAAGATAAAGTTATATAAGATAAGATAAAGTTATATAAGATAAGATAAAGTTATATAAGATAATTATATAATAAGATAATTATATAATTAGGTGAGTTAGAATACACGAGGAGCAGTATTAGTGACAATAGCACCAGCGGGAACAGTTGCATATGCAGCATTAGGTACACTAGTTACAGTACCTATACCACCAGTAAATGGATTAACAGTAGTAGCAACGGCATTAACGGGTACAGCGGTGGAGGCGCCAGCAGTAAATGGACAGGTGCCTCCCGCACATGAAGATATAGGAACAGGAGCACCACAAGATTCAACAGATGGAGTCCACTTCACACATAATGGAGCTACGGTATTGATAACCTGTGGAGAAGGAGTTGGTAGTGTAAAAGCTTGAGGAGCGGTAGTAACTAATGGTTGTTGTGCTATAACCGGGGTAGGATTTACCACCGGTACTATCACCCGATTCCTATATACAAAATATAAAATAAAACCAATTAATGCGAATAGGAATCCAATAATAAGGAGAATCCAGGCCCAAGTTGGTATAGGTAAAGATTGTGTTAAAAGATAAATAATATAAGCACCTACACCTATGAACAAAGATAGACCGGCAACTCCTATAATTAAGGAGACTGTGGATATCGTAGACATTTTATATTACACATAATTATATACAGCGCCCGGAGTTACTCCAGGTAAATAAGGATTAACTCCAGCTACTACTTGTTGGGGATTATAATAGGCAAGGGGTTGTGGGGATACTGTGGTAGGTGTAGCTACTACCGGAACTACTACCCGTGGTCTATACACAAAATATAAAATAATTCCAATTAGAGCAAATAGGAACCCAATAATAAGAAGAATCCAGGCCCAAGTTGGTACAGCTAATGACTGCGAAAAAAGATAAATAATATAAGCACCTACACCTATAAATAGGGCTAGACTGGCAACTCCTATAATTAAGGAGACTGTGGATATTGTAGACATTTTATATTACATATAATTATATGTAAGATAATAATTAACGATTACTTAAAATTTATACTCTAAGTTGCATCGTGGATTGTACACCCGGATATACTGTGGTCGGAATAATCGGAGAAGAAATACCCCCAGTAGTCACTGTTCCAGGGATATTAACTGATGGAACCGTCATAATTGGAGCAGTTGGTATCTCCACATTTGATGATTCTATATTAATATTTGTTATTTCTGGTCTTAATGTATTTCTTAATGCTGCCTCTCTTATTGCTGGGTTAGTAGAACATGGATCTAACACTACCTGTCTATATGTCTTCACTGGTGGAGGATATGTTAATACTTCTTGACATACAATTTTTACTGGCGGCAAGCATGGAGGTTTTGGCGAACATGGATCACATGGTGTTGGGCATACTGGTCCACATACTGGCGCACATGGTGGGGGACATGCTGGCGCACATGGCGGAGGACATGCTGGCGCACATGGATTTGGGCATGGTGTCGGGCATACAGGTGTTGCTGGGATAACTACTGCCTCCGTACTATAAAAACTAAATGCTAATAATATCAATCCTATCAGTAATAATAATCCACCAATGGCCAATAACACATATGACCAAAAGAAGCTCGTACTTCCATTGTTTCTTTGTACAAAATACACTATCGCTCCTACTATCAATAATATTAAGCCTAGTATTAATGTCCAAAACCAGGCTGTTAGATAAAATACTGATGCCATTTTCTTCTTATTTATATTTATTCCTATTATTTCTTCTTTTCTCTTTTTTCTCATTTCCCCATTTATTTCTTTTTATTATCAACTACCCTACTATCCCCTTCCCTCTTTTTATCTTTCCTCCCTATTTATTCCCTCCTTACCCTATCTCCCATTTCATTTATATTCTTTCTAACCTCTATCTTATACCTCTCATCTAATACTTTTATACATTAATTGTCTATTGTAATCTTCAATATAATCTTAATCTAATTATCATTAAAATTTTATCTTTCTCTCTATTTATCATTAAATATTTTATCTCATAGAACATTTTTTATTATATTAAATTCCTTTTCCATTTATATTTAATATTTTATACCATATACCCTTATTCTTCATAACCAACTTTCATTTAATTTTATATAAATTTTTATTTAATAAGAAGAAAGATAATAGTGTATACATATATGATAAATTTTTATGGAAGATAAAATGGATAGGTGTTGTAAGATAAAACCATGCATGAATATAATGTTAGGACCTCAGGGAATTAATGGATCTAATATTATAATTGATGTAAATGATCCAGTCCCCACCTTAGGAAATAATCGTGATATTTACATTAATTCTGTAAATACCAAATTATATCAAAAAGAAAATAGTATATGGATATATAAATTTACTATACGTGATACTACTAATATTCTTTATGGTAATCTTGATCCAAATATAAATATAGGAAAGGATGGAGATTTATATATAAATAATATAACAGGAAATTATTATAATAAGATTAATAATACTTGGTTATATCAATCCTCCATTAAAGGATCAAATATTTTATTCGGAGATGATAATCCATCTTCCCTAGATGGTATTGATAATGATATGTATATAAACAGAACTACCGGTGATATTTATTATAAAGAATCTAGTATATGGAATCTTCAATGTAATATCATTGGTAAATCTGGAAGTAAAATATTTTGCAATAATATCCCACCTTCTGACACCTTAGGATCCGATTCTGATATGTATATAAATTCTATCACCAATGATTATTATATTAAAAATAATAATATTTGGAACATAAAAGGAAATTTTAAGGGTTTAAATGGACAAAATGGAAATAAAATATATTCGAATTCTTATGATCCTATTACTTCCCTTGGTATAGATGGAGACATGTATATTAATAATTCATCTCATGATTATTATATTAAAACTAATAATAATTGGATTCATAAAGGTTGTCTCATGGGATGCAATGGTAGAGATGGTAAAGATGGTAGGGATGGTAGTAAAATTATACATGGTGATTCCACTCCCTCATTCTCCTTAGGACAAAATAATGATTTATATATTAACAATACCAATGGTGATTATTTCATTAAAAATACCGATTGGAATAAAATTGGTACCTTACGAGGTTTAAATGGGAAAGATGGCCAATGTGGTAAAGATGGTAATGATGGAAATAAAATTATTAATGGATCCGAAGATCCATCCCAATCTTTGGGTAAAGATAATGACTTATATATTAATAATAGTACAGGAGATTATTTTATTAAAAATAGTAAATGGAATAAAATTGGTACCTTACGAGGATTAAATGGAAATACAATATCTTTAGGAAATGGAATCCCTAAAAATGGAGATGGTAATCCTAATGATTTATATATTAATAAAGATAATTATATGATATATAGTAATAACGAAAATAGAGTATGGAAGGAAGAATGTTGTATTAAAGGTGATAAGGGTGATCGAGGTGACAAGGGCGATCGAGGTGACAAGGGTGATCGAGGTGACAAGGGCGATCGAGGTGACAAGGGCGATAAGGGTAATAGTTCAAGCCAAATATATTCTGGACGTGGATCACCTGCTCAATCGTTGGGTGTATCTGAGGATATTTATTTTAACTTTTCTACATATGATATTCATAAGAAGATTGATAATCAATGGAGAAAACAATGCAATATACAAGGTCCTAAAGGATTAGAAGGTAAAAATGGAGTTGATGGAAGTACAATATATTCTGACATCACCATCCCTAATAATGATGTTGGAAGTGATGGAGACTTTTATATAAATTCCTTAACCTATGATTTATATAAAAAGAATAATAGTCAATGGAACGTCGTATGTAATATAAAAGGTGAATCTGGAAAGGATGGCAGTAAGATATATTCAGATAATACTATTCCTAATAATGATGTAGGAAGTCAAAATGATTATTATATAAACTCCTCAACCTATGATTTATATAGAAAGAATAATAATCAATGGAATGTTATATGTAATATAAAGGGTATAAAAGGGGAGACAGGAAACAATGGATTAGATGGAAGTAAGATATATTCAGATAATACTATTCCTAAGTATAGTTTAGGAACTGAAGATGATTATTATATAAACTCCTCAACCTATGATTTATATAGAAAGAATAATAATCAATGGAATGTTATATGTAATATAAAGGGCATAAATGGAGAAGCGGGAAAGGATGGAAGTAAGATAATAACAGGAGATACCATACCCAACAAAGATATTGGTAATGTTGATGATTATTATATAAATATATCCAATTATGATTTATATAAAAAGAATAATGATAAATGGATCATAATATGCAATGTTAAAGGAGAATCCGGAAAGGATGGAAGTAAGATATATTCAAATAATATTGTTCCTGATAGTAATATAGGAAAAGATTTAGATTATTATATAAATTCAACTACTTATGATTTATATAGAAAGAATAATAATCAATGGAACGTCGTATGCAATATAAAAGGAATCCAGGGAGAACAGGGAAAGAGTGGATTAGATGGAAAGGATGGAAGTAAGATATATTCAAATAATATTATTCCCGATAGTAACATAGGAAAAGATTTAGATTATTATATAAATTCAACTACTTATGATTTATATAGAAAGAATAATAATCAATGGAATGTTATATGTAATATAAAAGGACAAGTAGGAAACAATGGATTAGATGGAAAGGATGGAAGTAAGATAATAACAGGAGATAATATACCGGATAAGACTGTGGGAAAAGAAGCAGATTTTTATATAAATAAGAGTACAGGGGATTATTATAGTAGAAAGAATGATAGTTGGATGTTTGAGGGAACATTTTCGTCGACATTGCCGAGTGGATGTATTATGGCATTTGGTGGAAAGAAGATACCAATGGGATGGTTATTATGTGATGGATCTAATATTTCTATTACAAAATATAAGAATCTATATGACGCAATAGGAGATGAATATAATGGATGTAAATCACCTAGCAGTGGATTATTTAAATTACCAGATTTAAGATGTTCATTCTTAAAGGGTAGCAGTAATGATTCTGAATTGGGTAATCATGGAGGATGTAGTAATGTAACATTAACAGTATCAAACTTACCAAGTCATAAACATGAAATTGATGATCCTGGACATATGCATAATTTTTCAACGGGAACAGTTATAGATACTGGTTGTAATACAAACGTTAGTTTATCAGCTAATACGAAAATGGGTAAAGTTTGTGATACTGGTACTACGACAAAGAATGGAACAGGTATTAAAATTAAAAATACAGGAGAAGGGAAATCGTTCTCTATATTACCTCCATATGTTAGCATTAATTATATTATTAAAGTATAAAGTAAATTATAATTGCATTCTCGCTTCGCTCTGCAAGATGGATAAGATTAATTTATAATTGTATAGAGGATAATAAATTATAATTGTATAGAAAATAATTATAATTGTATAGAAGATAAATTATAATTGTATATAAGATAATTATAATTGTATAGAAGATAAATTATAATTGTATATAAGATAATTATAATTGTATAGAAGATAAATTATAATCTCTTATAACTTTATAATCTCTTATAAATATAATTTATAACTTTATAATCTCTTATAAATATAATCTATAACTTTATAATCTTTTGTAAATTTGTAACTATCCAATATTTATTTATAATTATAAGAAATTATAAAGTTATAACAAATTATAAAGTTATAGATTATATTTATAAGAGATTATAAAGTTATAAGAGATTATAAAATTATAAAGTTATAGATTATATTTATATTTATAAGAGATTATAAAATTATAAGAGATTATAGAATTATAAGAAATTACAGAATTATAGAATTATAAAATTATATAATTATAGAATTATAAGAGATTATAGAATTATAAAGTTATAAGAGATTATAAAGTTATAGAATTATAAAGTTATAAGAGATTATAAAGTTATAGAAGTTTATAATCTATTAAAAAAATTATAAGATAAAATGATATTAATATTATGGTTATAATTACATATAATATTAATATTATGTGTGGGTACACATGAAATTATATCCTCTAAGAGTATAATTAGTAAATTATTTTGTATTACTATATATGTATAAATTGGGGATGTTATAATTTATCATACTTCATCAATTTCATGTGTGCCCACACATAATATTAATATTATATGTAATTATAATCATAGTGTTAATATCGTTTTATCCCATATTTTTCCTCATAAGAGATTATAATCTCTAAAGTTATAGAATTATAAAATTATAGAATTACAAAGTTGTAGAAGATTACAAAGTTATAGAATTACAAAGTTATAGATTATAAATTATAAAGTTATAGAATTATAAAATTATAGAATTACAAAGTTATAGAATTATAGAATTACAAAGTTATAGATTATAAATTATAAATTATAAATTATAAAGTTATAGAATTATAGAATTATAGAATTATAGAATTATAAAATTATAGAAGATTATAAAATTATAAAGTTATAGAAGATTATAATAGATTATAAATGATACTAATAATATGGTTATAAATTATGTTAATTTATAATCTATGTATACCTATGCATGAATAATTATTAATTCTTCCCCCAAACCTCGCAACCACCCACGGGGATAGTTATGATAACGTAGTAAGAATACAATTATTAAATCATATATTCTCGTTTAATTCTTAATATTTCGTTGGTTGTCATATCCAATGTTGGATATTCTGTATTTTCAGGGATTCTAATTCCAACAGTTAACGCATAATCGACAATTCCATCAACCTCCTCCTTTGTTAATGGATATTTATAAACATTATCACCAATACGCAAAGATCCATATCCTAATTTATGTTTCGTATTTATATGTCCTTCTGATATTAAATCCTCTAAATTAAAACATACTGTACTTCTCATTCCAGGTACCTCAATTTTAAGTAAGACGGCATTTTCATTTAGCTTATCCTCATCCTCTTGAGTAAAATTAACACATCCACCTTCAGCATATCTATCTACTTCCCTTCTTTTTCTTTCCATTCTTTCTTTTATCATATTTAATTGATTTTGTTGAGATGGATTTAATCCACCATATCTTTCACTATTTAACAATCTTCTTTCTTGTGGAGTTAAATCGTCTTCTACTATGGTATCTGGGATCATTCCATAAATATCTATTAACATTTTATTAATACTGGTTCTATCTTTCTTCATGGTAGCACGTATATCTTTCATAGCATCAGCATATAATGATTCATTGTAAGCTAAATCAGATTCAGCTTTGATACCGGCATTTTCTGAAATATTTGGTATACGTATACCATTGAAGAGATTGGATGTATTTGATGTTGCTATTGGTCCTTCATCTTCATAATAGTTATCATCAATATCATCATCATTGTACTCAGGGTATTCATCTTGTTCTTGATACTCATTATAATCGTCTGTCTCCTCGTATGACATTTTTGATCTTCGTCCTTTTCATTCCCCTCTTTTTTTTCTTATTTGCTTCAATTTCAACTTTCCTATTTTAATAATTTATATTTATAATTTACCATAATATATATATAATTATATACTTATTACCTTCTCATAATAACTAAATTATTAATTATTATATGTTTTATATTACATATTAATTTATATCTTTCTATCCATATATATAATAAATTATATAACTAATATATTATACAACTAATATAAGTTACAAACTATAATTTATTATAACTAATATACTAATTATATAAGATAATCTATTATATAACTATTATATTATACAACTAACATAACTATTATAAAGTATAATCTACCATAACTATTATATAACTTATATTATATAAACTATTATATAAACTATTATATAAACTATTATATAACTATTATATAAACTATTATATAAACTATTATATAACTATTATAAGTCATATAATATAAAATAATTAAATAGAAATTTCTGAAAATAGATCTAGTAAATCAGGATATTGTTGCAATCTCTCTTTAATTCTTTCTTGAAATTTAGCATTGGGATTAAATATTTCCCTCTTTGGTAATTGTTGTTTATTTGGAACTGTGTGAACCTTTATATTCCTCTTATTCAATTCCTTCATTTGAATACTATATGCCACATTCATAGTTTTAATCTCTTCAATACTACCATGCACAACAAATCTCTCATTATAATTTATCAATCCAAATCTATAAGGATCTTCCAATAATTTAGTAAATTCATGCACATTTGTATAATATGTCTTCTTTTCAGGAACATCTAATCGTATTCTCTCCTCTGAATATACCAATCCATGTTTTTCCATTAATATACCCTCCTTTTCTCCCAACATTTTCTCAATTCCTATTTTATTGTCTCTAATATATATCATAGATATTGACTTATCTTCTGTTTCTCCAAAGTTTTGTTGCTTCGGTGTCCCCACATACAATATATTATTTCCCACCTTTTGATATATATGTATATGTCCATTAATCATTAATGGATAATGTTCTGGCCAAGAATCTCCATTTTTACTCTTTCGATTACCATAAACACAATCCTTCACCTCTTGATGTCCAAATATTATATTCATATCCAATATTTCTTCCTCCGTCACTTTACTATTTATTGCTTCCATTAATCTTCCCGGTGACACATATGGTACCCCTAAAAATTTACATCCTTTCATATCTAATTTCTCCACCTCCTCACACAATAATATATCCTTATTACCCCTAAATTGTCCAAATGGGTGACGATTACCTAAAAATACACTGTTATTTGGTCTATCATGATTTCCTATTAATAACATTGTCTTTGTCTTTCTTCCACATTCTTTAATAAAATTCTCCGCACATATTAACGCATCCACATGCAATTTATCATGTTTATCTAATACATCTCCCATTATTACTATTAAGTCTGGCTTTCTCTCATCAATAACCTTATATATTTCATCCACCATCTTATTATAATCTGCTAAGTAATCTTCCATTATATGTGGATCCCCAATACATAATATTTTAACAACCTCTCCCTCAATATATTTCTTTCTTTGTTCTCTATCAACACCAGATGTATCCTGTCCTTTATTAATATCAGATGTATCCTGTCCTATATTAAGGATCGGTAAATCTTTATTAATATCAGATGTATCCTGTCCTATATTAAGGATCGGTAAATCTTTATTGGTATTTGATGTATCCTGTCCTATATTAAGGTTGGATAAATCTTTATTGATATTTGATATATCTTGGTCCACATTAAGGTTTGATATATCTTGTTCTTTAGGAATATTATCAACTTCTGGTAATTCTTTGGGATGTGAGGTAATATCTTTTATTGAATTATCATGATTATTAGATAATGAAATGGAATTTATGGTTGGAGTGTTGGACATATCTATTTAATGTGTATATTATGCTTTCTTTTAATAAAAATAATAAAAATAATGGAAAATCAGTATGATGGAAATAAATATAAAATAAATATATAAGAAAAATAAATTATTGAGCTATGGGAAATTTTTTCATGAAGAAATAAAATGGAACGAACAAATAGCTTATTATCAAATTTAAGAGTCAACAATAATATGACAAATTCTGCTTCATTATTGACATCAGGAGATAGAATGGGAAGAACATTATCAGTGACTAACCCCAGTATAGTAAATATTAGAGAAAGAACCAGATCAAGATCTCCTCCAAGAGATGCTTCGCTAAGATCTTCACCGAGATCGGCGAGAAGAACAAACAGTGTCGGCCTAATCGGCAAAGATGCTTATAATTATGAACAATACGCAAAGTATGAGGAAAGTCCAAGTTGCTTTTTAGATGGTCGATATTTCAATAAAGTTTTATCATTTTACAAGGGTTTAGTCAAAGATCCATTAAAGATAAAAATAAAGGTTAAAAATGGAGGTTTATCTGTAGGTGTTCACGTACATAACTTAGAAAAATTAGTTACTGGAAATGAAGTTAAAGTATTACGGGTTGTTATAAAATATAAGCAAAAGGGAAAAGATGATGATGGAGTGAAAGGTGTTAAACATTGCAATCTATTAATCATTGATCCGGTTGAAAAGAAATTATGGAGATTTGATCCTATGCCCATCGGTGGTAATGCAGGAGGTAATAAATATAATGAATTAGTAAGTAATGCGATAAAGTCAGCAGTTAGCAGTGTAATTGGCTATGAATATAATGAGGTAAGATTAGATAATGTAGAACAGGCACCAGAATATTGCAAGGCTGGTGGCTTCTGTAATGCGTATGTTTTAAAGTATGCATTAGATTATATTAATGGTAAGCAGTATAATCCGTCAGACATTAGAAGATTTATGGCATGGGTGGAGAAGAATTATACATTACCGGAAGGTAGTGTGGAGGATGAATATTCTACTGATGGTGCATTATTAGGAGGATTATTAGGAGGAACCACAGGTGCAGTTTTAGGTGGTATTGCTGGTGGACCTGTCGGTTTCCTTGGAGGAGCGGCTTTAGGTGGTTTAGGAGGTGCAACATTAGGTGGTTTAGCATCTGGTCCTAATCAATATTATTATTGACCAACTGTGGAAGAGATAACTGAAAATATTCCTCTTGTTTAAATTATTTTATACAAATGTTATATTGAATAATGTTATCGTCCTATAATATAATAAACTTTTTATTATATTATAACATCATAATAGATTAAAATATAATATATAAATATGATATGTATGCAAATTATTCATTATGTGTTCCTATATATAGTAAAAATTGTATAGATTTCTATAATAAATGCGAAAGAATTTATGATATAATATATAATTATAATTCTCATATCACAGAACCAAATATTCTAATTTGTTATGAAGATGAACAATTATATAATAAATTATCCTCACGTCTTTATATCTTCTACCTTCCCATTAAATCATTTGAATCTGATAAAATTTTAGTTAATAATTATATATTTGAATTAGCTGATACTTTTTCATTGAATATAATAGAAACTGAAAGAATGCTAAAATATGGTTATAAAACGATAGAATCTTTATATGAAGAAGAAATAAGAAGGAAGAAAAATGATGGGATGATAATGATTTGTAAGTTATAAGAACAAATCATGAATAAACTATGGTATATGGGATTAGCCCTTAATATATTAGGGAATGCTATTGTAGAATATTTACAACCGTATTTTATTAGGAAGGGTACGGACACGGGAATATTTATTGCCCCTAATATCCCAGTAGTTCCTATTACTCTAAGTTATCTCTTTACGGTAATGGTAATTTTTAATATTTTACTTATATTTAATTGTACATATCCTACCATTAAGATAGAAATAACGAATAAAAAATTAATAGGATATATAATATATGGATTCTTTTCTACTATTGGTAATATATTTAGGATATTAGCTATGGAGAATTTACCTGTATCTCTATATATTTCAATATCATTCTTATATCTTCCGATCACTAGTATATTTTTTCAATTATCTGAATCTAAGATAGATGGTAATAAATCCTCGACTTTTCTGTATCAAGTTGTCTATTGGCCACTAATTATTATGATAACGATTTCGGCAATCTTCACGCAACTTTTAATATCTTCGGAAGAAACATTAACATCATACATTGGATTAGTGTATAGTACTATTACTGTTATCATAGATAGTATTGTTACTATTATATTATCACTTATATCTAGGGATACTCCTAAAGAAGAAGGTAATACAAAAAAGGATTTAAAGGATTGGATGGTAAATACTATAGGTATTTATTCTTTTGCCTTTATATTTATATTTTCATGCACGCCTATATTTCTAATCTATTGGAATGGGGAAACTTATTTTAATGGTTATTTATTATTATATGAAATTGTTGTTGTTATTTCTTGTATTGGATATACTTTAGGGGTAAAATTTTATGATCCTGTATATTATACGTTATGTGTTCCCGTATCGCTTGTCATTAGTTGTCTATTTATAGGAAATATAGCAGCATTAATATCAAGTTTATTCCTTATATTTTTAATTTTTACCTTTGTGGTCTTAACTATAACCATTAAGAATAAGTAAAATGCATTATGATTGATAAACTAATTTCTCCACATTTTATAATTACCATATAGTAATTATAAGTACAATATAAATATATGATTATAAACTTATATAAAACAATTATAAGAGATAATAATATTATGGTTATAAATTGTAATAATTTATAATCTATGTATACCATCACATCGTATTATATATTAATGATAAAATATAAATGTTGTCAATGGAATTATATAATATATATTATATAACTTCATAAATAATTTTATTATATACAATTACAAACTTTAGAAACATAAAATTTGCAACTGTATGTAAAGTCATAAAAGATAAAGATCATTTGTCATATAGGTGTTAATATTCATATTTAGCATTAATCATTATAAATTTTATATAGATTAGTCATGTATTGGTATACATAGAATATAAATTATAATAATTTATAACCATAATATTAGTATCGTTTATAATGTCTTATAATCTTTTATAATCATTTTTATAAATTTATGAGAGATCATATGAATTGATGACAATAGATTATAGAATAGAATTATAATAAATTATAGAATAGGATTATAAGAGATTATAGAATAGAATTATAATAGATTATAGATTATAAGACATTATAAACGATACTAATAATATGAGTATAAATTATTATAATTTATATTCTATGTATACTAACACATGAGACATTTCCATCTAATATTTATGAAAAATAAAGAATTTAGAATCATTGAATACTATATCTAAAATTATCTCTTCATATTAAGATATCCTTTTAAGCGATTATAAATTTTCATCTAGTGTAACTTTGTATAATATAGTTTATAAAAAATTTTTTATTATATATAATTGTTAATTCGAGGAAGATGAAAATTTATAATCGCTTAAAAGGATATCTTAATATGAAGAGATAATTTTAGATATAGTATTCAATGATTCTAAATTCTTTATTTTATATAAAAACTTATATAAATCTCTTATGCATAGGTATACATCGATTATAAATTATACCAATTTATACTCATATTATTAATACCATTTTATCTTCATTGTAGTTGCTTTATATAATCTTTTAGGACTTCCTAATTTATTAAGACCAATGATTACTAATTTTTGATATATATATATCAATATTAATACTCATTAATATATGAAGGCATTAGTCATGAATAGGTATACATTGAATATAAATGATACCAATTTATAACAGTACTATTAGTATCTATATAATTATAAACGCATATAACTTCATAATCCCGTATAACCAGGTTATATAACATAATCGAATATAAAGCAATATACTTTATAATTTCTTATAAGAAGTTATATAATAGAATTATAAGACATTATATAATAGAATTATAAGAGACTATAAATATATAACAAAAAGGATACTAATAATATGATTGTAAATTGGTATAATTTATATAAATTTCTCATATAAAATAAAGGATTTAGAATCATTGACTACTATATCTAAAATTATTCTCTCTTATTAAGTTATTCTTTTAAAGCATTATAATTTTTCGATGTTATGGAATTGTATAATATATAGTTTATAAAAAATTTTTATTATATATAATTATTAAGTTAGGGAAGTTGAAAAATTATAATGCTTTAAAAGAATAACTTAATAAGAGAGAATAATTTTAGATATAGTAGTCAATGATTCTAAATCCTTTATTTTATATAAAACCTTATATAAATCTCTTATGTATAGGTATACATTGAATATAAATTATAATAATTTATAAACATACTAATAGTATCATTTTCTTATTATTATTATTTATATAGTTCCATAATCTATTATAATTATTTTCTATAGTTATATATATTTTCTTTTATAATAAATTATAATTGTATGTATTAGTATGGTTATAAATTGTTATAATTTATAATTGATGTATTCTACCTATGCTTAATCCCTTCCTATTTTATAATAACCAATGTCAATATAAAAATGTCTTCCTTTTTTTGCTTTCTTCTATAATTACTGTGTAGTAATCATAAATATTAGTACTATATCCAAGATTGATTATGAACATTATTTTATATATTTTTATATTTAACATTATCATCGTTATCATTATATGTACCATATATCCTAACTAATACAAATGCCATAATATTATACGTAATATGACATATTATTGAGTAAAATATATTACCTCTTACATATGAAATACTTCTGTATACTATAGACAAATAAAATAATATAAAAATATTCAGCAATTTGTATTCTCCACTATCATCCTTCAATCTTAAATAATGTGCTGCAACAAATATTATAGCTGTTAATACCATAGAAATATATACATTTCCTACATATTTAAAGATATAATTAAATATATAATCAAATAAATATTCTTCTAGTATTGCAGTACTATGTAATAATATTCCAAATATCATTCCCACTATAATCATAACGTTATATAATCTATCATTATTAAATTCTATACGAAGCAACTTTATATTTTTACTATACATTATAGTAAATGGTAATATAGGTAATATTAATAATAATTCATACATCCTTTATATATTTATTATAATAATAAATATATCATTTAAATTATACTGACATAACAAGAACAAATCTAATACGACCAGATCTTAACTCTCTATATAGTAAGTTCATATCAGATTGATGTTTAGACAAAGATGATAACCAGTTATTCGTACCATTGGTTTCCATTACTTTATCCATACACATTAATATATATTCAGGACTATCGATACGGGAGTCATAAGTGAATTTATATTCCTTATTTAACTTTACATCGACAATACTAGCAAAAACTTGATGACTTTCTAAAGGCATTATGTATGTATCATTATTAATAATGAATAAAAAAAATATGTCAATTAGGGAAAATTAGAATAATTGATTAATTAAAAGAATTTTTAGATTAAGGAAAGAAATAGATAAAGATGTTTTACAAAATTGTTAACTCTATTGGATTAGGTCTATTTATCATTTCTAATGTATATATTGAAAATAACATTAGAAGAAATGTTATGAAGAAAGATAAGATGATAACCAAACAGGAATTTCTGTTAAAGAAATAGACCCTGTATGTGGACAATATCCATTAATAATTTGATAAGGTAATCCAGTCAAAGGATGAACACTGCCAGCAAATACTACATATTTTTTATGAGTGTAAAACTCTATTCCATTATCCCCAATTCTATTTTGTAGATGGGAAATATTATTATTATATTTAAAATAGATATCATAGTTACCATCTCCTGTTTGTATAATTAATGTATTAGGAACAAATTTATATAAAGATAATAGATAATTCCAGGAACTTAATCCTCCTCTTATAACATTTAATCGAACTACTACAACATTGGATGCACGTCCAGTTAATATTCCTATATTATTACATCTGTATTCTTTACAATGCTTACTTACTATCTTTTGACAAGTTGTCATTTTAATCTTTTCCCAATTTAGATGGACTGGTAATATCCCACATAGTGGAATCGGAACAAATTTTAATGATTGAGCGAATTTACTTATTTTTATTGGATCCATCTCTATCTACTTATTCTTCCTATATAATAATAAAATAAAATCATTTTATTATTAGTACCCAATGATATCATTACATTATCTATCTTATTATTTATGATTTTATATTATACTTATTTAAACTGTTATGTAATCATATAATATGGTTATCTCATAATCTGAATAATAAATATTATAGAATAAGATAATTTATTTATATTTACCTTTAGATTCATGATTTTTATAATGAAATTCTTATACAATACTTCATATTTATTTTCTACTTTGGATATTTCTGTCTCTTGTAGAGCTCTACAAGAAAAATCTTTTTGGTGCCATTAATTCCTTTTTGCATCATTTAGATAAATTATTAAATCTTTTACAAACTCAAGACAATACTATAACTAGAATAAATAATATGTCATCAAATTAACATCAATTATATAATCATTTTATGAGATAAAATCGTTTATCCATTTAGTTCCATTTTTATTCCATTTTTCATATATATCTTCTAATCTACCCTTTTTATAATTACATTCTATATATTTATTTCCATTATCATACCATTCTTCGTATTTACCTTCTTTATAATTATTTTTATAATAACATTTTATCTTTTTATTTCCACTTTTATGCCATAGTTCATATATATCTTCCAATTTATCCTTTTTATAATTACATTCTATATATTTATTTCCATTATCATACCATTCTTCATATTTACCTTCTTTATAATCATTTTTATAATAACATTTTATCTGTTTATTTCCATCTTCATACCATTCTTCATATCTATCATCTAGTTTATCATCTTTATAGTGACATTCTCTCATTTTATTTCCATTTTTCCACCAATGTTCATATCTATCCTCTAATTTATCACCTTTATAATGACATTCTATCCATTTATTTCCATCCTCATACCATTCTTCGTATTTATCTTCCATATAATTATTTTTATAATTACATTCTATGTATTTCTTTCCATTTTTATACCATCTTTCATATTTTCCATATAACTTACCACTTTTATAATAACATTCTATGAATTTATTTCCATCTTCATGCCATTCTTCATATTTTCCATATAACTCACCACTTTTATAATAACATTCTATGAATTTATTTCCATCTTTATACCATGATTTGTATTTTCCTTCTTTTTTCTTTGTAAATCTATTAATCCAATATTTTTCACATAAATATTTATCTTGTCTTTCCACATATTCTAAGAAATAGCTTTTTGGTGTCCTTAATTCTTTCCCATATCCCTTCGATAATCTATTAACTCGTTTAGATGTTAAAGATAAAACTATGGCTACATCATAGCTAGAATATAAAATATTATAAAATAAAATATCATCAGATAAACTTTCCATGATTATATTTCATTAACTTCAATTACATAATTAATTTTATTATATAATCATTTTATCCTCTCAATAACCTTATATATAATGATTTTCACAGTAACATTCAATATTCTTAATTCCATCTCCCCCAATATTTCCATTATCACTCGCTTGCGCTCTGCAAGAGTAATAACATTCCATAAATTTCTTTCCATTATAATACCATGATTCATATTTTCCTTCTATCTTCCCATCTTTATAATGACATTCTACCATTTTATTTCCATTTTTATGCCATTCTTCATATTTACCATCTATTCTATCATCTTTATAATAACATTCTATGTCCTTATTTCCATTAACATACCATGTTTCATATTTTCCTTCCTTTTTCCCATATATATAATGACATTCTGTCAGTTTATTTCCATTCTTATACCATGATTCATATTTTCCGTTAATATTCCCATCATCACTCGATCGCACTGGGTAAGAGTAATAACATTCCGTGCATTTATTTCCATCCTCATACCATTCTTGATATTTTCCTTCCTTCTTCCCATTTCTATAATAACATTCTATCTTTTTATTTCCATTATCATGAAACCTTTCATATTTTCCTTCCTTTTCCTTAGTCGATTTATTAATCCAATATATTTTTTTACCTCCATATTTATCTTGTCTTTCCACATATTCTAAGAAATAGCTTTTTGGTGTTCTTAATTCTTTTCCATATCCCTTAGATAATTTATTAAATCGTTTAGATATTGATGATAATAATATGGATATCTCATAGCTAGAATAAATAATATTATAAAATAAAATATCATCAGATAAACTTTCCATATTTATTTTGTATCAACTTCTATTATATAATTAATTTTATTATATAATCATTTATGTCTATTCGTAATATTTCATAATATATATTTGATTTTATATATATAAATAATGTAGATATCCAAATATAAAAAATGTATGTAATGTATTTAAAATTAGATATTCTTTAATTGATTACACATATACAATTTACTCTTCCTTTATGATAAAAGTTTTCTTCTAATAGATTTCCATTTTTATCCCATCGTTCATATTTTCCCTCTAATTTATTATTTTTATAATAGCATTCTATAAATTTATTACCATTACTATACCATTCTTTATACTCACCTTCTAAATTATCATCTTTATAATAACATTCTGTACATTTATTTCCATTAATATACCATTTTTCATATTTACCATCTATTCTATAATCTTTATAATTACATTCTATATATTTATTTCCATATTCATAACATTCTATATATTTACCAATTAATTTATTATCTTTATAATAACATTCTATCTTTTTATTTTCATACTCATACCATTCTTGATATTTATCATCTGGTTTATCTTCTCTCTCTGATCTGGATATCTGTGTCTCTATCTCATTTCTTTTTGCAAGAGGAAGACGAAAGGATGTTTGCAAGCCGTAGTATTGACGTTTTGTCTGTTTGTTTTCACTAGAATACCATTCTTCATAGGTTCCTTCTTTTTTATCATCTTTACATTGACATTCTATCTTTTTCTTTCCATTTTTATTCCATCCTTCATATTTATACTCTAATTTATTGTCCTTGTAATAGCATTCTATCTTTTTCTTTCCATTTTTATACCACTTCAAATATTTTCCTTCTAACTTTCCATCTTTATAATTACATTCTGTCTCCTTATTCCCATTTTTATACCATTCTTCATATTTTCCTTCTTTCTCTTTCGTAAATTTATTAATCCAATATTTTTTTTATATTTCCATAATTATCTTGTGTTTCCACATATTCTAAGAAATATCCTTTTGGTGTTCTTAATTCTTTCCCATATCCCTTAGATAATTTATTAAATCTTTTACAAACTAATGATAATATTATACATACCTCATGGCTAGAATATAAAATATTATAAAATATTATATCATTAGATAAACTTTCCATCTTTATCTAATGACATAATCATTTTATTTTTTCAATAATTTATTATTCTTATAATAACACTCAATATCCTTATTTCCATTCGCGTCCCATAGTTCACATTTACCTTGCTTTTTGTCCTCCTTATAATGGCATTCAATCTCTTTATTCCCATTTTCACGCCATGCTTTATACTTTCCTTCCTTTTTCTCTCCTTTATAATAACATTCTAAGCATTTATTTCCATTCTTATACCATATTTCATAATTTCCATCTTTCTCTCCATCTTTATAATAACATTCTCTCATTTTAATTCCGGTAGGATACCATTCAGAACATTTACCTTCCTTTTTGTCCTCCTTATAATGGCATTCAATCTCTTTATTCCCATTTTCATACCATGCTTCATATTTTCCTTCCTTTTTGTCCTCCTTATAATGACATTCTGTCATTTTATTTTCATTCTTATACCATGCTTCATATTTTCCTTCTTTCTCTCCGTCTTTATAATAACATTCTTTGAGCCTAGTTCCACTGGGATACCATTCACAATATTTTCCTTCTAATTTATCATTTTTATAATAACATTCAATCTCTTTATTTCCAAAAGGACCCCATTTTTTATATTCGTTTTCCAATTTATCCTCTTTATACCAACATTCTTTTGATTTAGTCCCACTCTTCCACAATTCTTCATATTTTCCTTCTTTCTTCTTTGTAAATTTATTAATCCAATATTTTTCAGATAAATACCCACCTTGTTTTTCCACATATTCTAAAAAATAGTCCTTTGGTGTCCTTAATTCTTTCCCATATCCCTTAGATAATTTATTAAATCGTTTAGATATTGAAGATAATATTATACATACCTCATAACTAGAATAAATAATATTATAAAATAAAATATCATCAGATAAACTTTCCATATTTATTTTGTATCAACTTCTATTATATAATTAATTTTATTATATAATCATTTTAATTAATTCATTCTTCTCAACATTCAATCTTTTATTTCCATCCTTATAATAATATTTTATTAATATTCCATCATTTTATTTTCATTAGGATACCATTCTTCGTATTTATCTAAGGATTTATCATCTTTATACCAACATTGTATCATTTTATTTCCATTCCCGCGCCAGAATTCATATTTTTCTTCCCTTTTATTATCTTTATACCAACATTCAATCCTTTTATTTCCATTTTTATACCATTCTTCATATTTCCCTTCTAACTTTCCATATTTGTAATTACATTCTGTTTCCTTATTCATATTTTCCCACCATTTTTCATATTTTCCTTCTTTCTCTTTCGTAAATTTATTAATCCAATATCTTTTTTTACATCCATACTTATCTTGTTTTTCCACATATTCTAAAAAATATCCTTTTGGTGTCCTTAATTCTTTCCCATACCCTCTACTTATATTATAAAATCGTTTACAAACTAAGGATAATAATATGGCCACATCATAACTAGAATAAATAATATTATAAAATAAGATATCATCATGCAAACTTTCCATCCCAACCTTCTATTAACTTGGATTATATAATTATTTTTATTATATAATCATTTTCTTATAATAATATTCAATCCTCTTATTTCTATATTTATAATGTTATTTCGATTTTCCTCCCATTCTTATAATAAGACTTTATATATTTATTCCCATTATAATACCATTCTTTATATTTACCTTCCTTTTTATCCCCTTTGTACCAACATTCAATCCTTTTCTTTCCATTATTCCACCATCCTTCATATTTATACTGTAATTTATTGTCCTTATAATAACATTCAGTCCTTTTATTCCCATTATCCCACCATTCTTCATATTTCCCTTCTTTCTTTTTCGTAAATTTATTAATCCAATATTTTTTCATATGTCCAAAGCTATTACGAGTTTCCACATATTCTAAAAAATAGTCTTTTGGTGTCCTTAATTCCTTTCCATATCCCTTAGATAATTTATTAAATCTTTTAGATATTGAAGATAAAAATATAGATACATCATAAGTAGAATATAAAATATTATAAAATAAGATATCGTCAGATAAACTTTCCATGTTCTATTAACTTCAATTATATAATTAATTTTATTATATAATCATTTTATCTTCTTAATAACATTATATAAATTTATTCCCATTCTTCATATTTACCATCCTTCTCTCCATCTTTATAATAACATTCTTTTATTAAGGTTCCATTTGGAAACCATTCGCAATATTTTTCTTCTAATTTACCATTTTTATAATGACATTCAATCTTTTTATCCCCAAAAATACCCCATTTTTTATATTTATTTTCCAATTTATCCTCTTTATACCAACATTTTATATATTTAATTCCATCATTATACCATTGTTCGTATTTACCATCATATTTTCCTTCCATATACCAACATTCTTCGCATTTATTTCCATTATGATACCATTGTATATATTTTCCTTCCCTTTTATCATTTTTATAATAACATTCTACACTCTTATTTCCATTCGCATACCATGATTCATATTTTCCTTCTCTCTTTCCATCTTTGTGGTAACATTCTGTAAATTTATTTCCATTTTCATGCCATGTTTCATATTTTCCATCAGTTTTTTCCTCTATATACCAACATTTCATAAATTTATTTCCATTTTTATGCCATTCTTCATACTTCCCATCCCTTTTATCATTTTTATAATAACATTCTATCTCTTTAGTTCCATTATCATAAAACCTTTCATATTTTCCTTCTTTCTCTTTCGTAAATTTATTAATCCAATATATTATTTTATATTCATATTCTTCTTCTTCTTTTTCCACATATTCTAAGAAATAGTTCTTTGGTGTTCTTAATTCTTTCCCATATCCCCTACTTATATTATAAAACTTTTTAGATATTGAAGATAATAATATAGCGACATCATAACTAGAATAAATAATATTATAAAATAAAATATCATCAGATAAACTTTCCATCCTAACCTTCTATTAACTTCAATTATATAATAAAAATAATTATATAGTCATTTATCTATAATAATACATTAATTCCTACTTATTGCGTCCGATACAATTTCTATATATTTTTCTTTGTCTTCATTTGGACAATAATAACAAATCCATCTTAATATTAATTTATGATAATCTACATGTACTTTTCTTATATTTATATCATGTCCATTCCTATTAATGTAATTAAGAATATTATATATTTTTTCATCATCAACATTTATTCTATATCCATTCTCAATACCATAAGATAATATTTTATTATTAAACTTTTTACATAATTTACTATAATTATAATTTGTTTGTCCTAATAATTTATAATAACTCTTTACAAATGATATATCCACACTTTCTACAAATTTATTTATATAATATTGAAATGTATACGATTTGATAGTATAATTTTTACATGTAATTATAAATAACTTAAGGTTGGATTCTGATATACATAGACAATCTAATATCTTCCATAATCTATTTTGTTTAGGATTATTATCCATTTTAAATATATCTAATAAGAGATATAATGTTTTTGTTTTACCAAATCTGTCTGCTAGTCTTTTAAATACCATATCCAATTTTTTTCTCCCATGTTCACTCTTCATCTTTTCTAATAAATTATATGCTATACAAATGTCTCTCTTAAGACCTTCTATAAAACTATAATATGAACTATATGGTAAATATTTAAAAAATGTATCTAAATCACATCTAAGTAATGCGAATGCTGATGCATATTGTAATGTGAATTTTTCCCTCTTATTCCATAAATATGAAATATCCTTAATATATGTACAATAATCAGTTATGGCTATTTCATCTGTTATCAAATTCTTCTGAATAAATATCTCCCATTTTGTAGGAAATACATCCATATGTGTATTACTTATTAAATAATTTAATGCCTTTTTCTGTGATTTTCTTCTTATCTTAATACTTTTAAGAAGGTAAAAAGTTTGAAGTAATATGTTACCCCTAAATGAAATATGTTTATATATTTTTTCATATAAAAACTTTACCAAAGATATATGTCCAAATTTTATGGAATTAGACATATACATAGAAAAGTTCGTAGATAATTCATCTATTACCATTTTATTGGACGCTACATCCTTATGTAATATATTAAGGACGGAAGTAAATCCATGTTTTATACAGCTAACCAATATATCACTTAATATATCATTACCTCTATAAAGATAATCCAAAATATAAGGAATTAGTAGTAAATTTTTCCTTCCTTTAAATATATAATCAAAATTAGTAATGTCTTCTATTGATACCATAGATAAATTTTTATTGTGTATTACATTTACAATAATTTGCTGGAAGTATTTACTACATGATTTAAATCGTATCAATATATTATCTGGAACATATTGAAATATATGTTCCAATATTTCTACAGGATATAATTCTATATAATCCATTTCTAAGTCTAGTCAACAAATTAATATTTATTTATTATAAAATCAATTTATTATAATTTCATAATATAATCTCTTGATGTGACACTATAATACTTTGCACAACTTCCCATCTCAACCTCATTATTATACTATTATTCATATTTTCTCTAACCTATGTATATTTTACCACCACAAAATTTCATAAACCTATCATATAATAATTTATATAAAAAGAAGTATGTTATAACATATATAATACCCTACAATTATTCATATAATAAATAATTCTAGTTATATTATTATGGTAACGAATACTGGATTATACAGTAATTGATATATTATATTGTTGATATATAATATATTTATTAGAAAGATAAGATGGTATTAAAAATAGGGATAAAATATATAAAATTAGGAAGATGGGAAATAGAGAAAACTGAAAAAAGAATAAGTAAAAATAATAAAGGGAAGGAAGAAAGAGAACACAGGTAAAGAAAATGACAGATGTTGTATACGCAAACGGTCCGCAAGAAACTAATAGAAGTATTCTTGCTCCACCACTTTCAGACGTTTTACAGGTAGAAAATAAGAGAAGTGATGATGCTCCTGGTAGCTTAAAACTCGATGAACATGGTAAGCTTCTCTTTAAATATGTACAATATGAAAAACCAACTTCCTTCCTATTAAGTCCATTTGATGAAATGGTTAACTATACCATTCCTAATATCCTAAGCAGCAAACCTATTAAAACACAAAATGGCTATGCTGTCTTCTCTGAAATTAGATATGAAAGACCAAAATATAGTGGCAATGGCACCCAATTAGACTTATATCCAGCTAAGGCAAAGAATGATGGAAAGGACTATACCGCAGCAATTCGTGGTTATATTAAATACTTTAATAATGCTAATGAACTAGTAGCAGAGCACAAAGATATTCAATTATTTTCTATTCCTGTTATGGTTGGTTCCGTTCTTTGTCGAACATATCCATTACGCACTCCGGAAGAATTAATTAGTGTGGGCCAAGATCCAGAAGATTATGGTGGTTATTTCATTACCGATGGAAATGAACGTATTGTTATCAATCAAGAAAAACTTCGTATGAATATTCCATTAATCTATCTTAGACCCAAAGATAAAGATAAGGGTCGTGATGAAGAAATGATGATTTGTCGTATGACTATTAATGGTCCCAAAAACTCTGAAATTATTATTATTAATATTGATGAAAAGAAAACTATTTTAACTTTGGAGTTAGGATTCTTGGGGAAGGATGATAGTGGTAAAAAGTTTAGTATTTCCCCTTTCCTACCTTTCGCACTTTATGGTATAACAGACCCTAATATCATCATGAATCTAGTTTTACAAAAGATCAAGCCAGAAAATAGAGAAAGAGTAAAATTGGTGTTACAACGTACCGTTGCCGCCTATCAAAACATTACCAATCATGTTGATTATTTAGCTAATAGAATGGAGGCAGGATCTCTGACTACCAATGACAAAATGCGATTAACTGCTAAAACTATATCAGAACAATTTATGTCGCATATCCCATCTAGTAGACCTCAGAATAGATTACATATGCTTGCTTATATGATAGCTATTTCCGCCGAGTATTTGTCCGGTCTTAGAAAGCCTGATGATCGAAATAGTTGGAGTATCAAACAAGCAGAAGTTGCCGCAAAACTTATGGGTGATCTTATCCGTAAATTATATGGACGAATTACCGATGATATAGAATCGACAGTTTCATCTGATCCTAATGCAGGCCTTCCCACCATCATTCGTGAAATCGGTAAACTCGAAAATATAACCTCTGATCTTATTACAAGTATCGGTAAAGATAATAAATGGGGCTACAAAACAAGTCAAAATTCATATTATAGGGAAGGTGTTACCGTGACTATGCCTAGAGGTTCGGCATTAGATGCTATTGGATTCCAAATGCGTGTATCTGCGGCCACCAATAAGAAATCCAAACAACCAAAAGTTCGAGCAGTTCAACAATCTCAATATGGTTATATTTGTCCTGGTGATACTCCGGAAGGTGAGCCTTGCGGTATCGTCAAGGTCAAGGCGTTAACCTCTTACTTTGCTCATGATCGTCCCAATAGTAGTATCGTTAATATTGCCAATGCTCATGTATCCGTAGACCCAAGTTTAGAGAAGCCTAACCTATTTATTATAAATGCAGAGCCTTTTGGATGGTGTAATTCCACTGATCTTAGACGCATACTAGTTGAGGCAAGAAGACAATTACTTTTAGACTTTGATATTTGCATTGTAGTAGATGCTAGTGGTGCTCTTATTGTAAGTAGTGATGCAGGCAGACCCGTTAGACCTTTGTTAGTTGTTGGATCTGATGGTATTTTAGAGATTGACAAGAAGAAGATGTGGGATGCATCTTTCGAAGATCTATTGAAGAATGGATGTGTGGAATATCTTGATGCTTGGGAGCAAGAAATGCATTCTTATATTGCTATTGGTTTAGAACGTGTTCGAAGCAGACCCAATGAAGAACAAGAAATTAAAAGGTCGTTGGGATACATTAACACAGAATTAGAGGCTGTTACTATGGCGATTGAGAGATTAGATGAGATAGCTAATAATATAAATGCCAGACCTGGAAATATGTGGACTCAAGAGGAAACCGACGAGCTTAAAGAGATGCGGGATTACTTCAAGATAGTTGATTATCAAGATCTTATTAGTTTGCGAAAGGATTGGCAATATAAATATGAAACGGCTATCAGAGCATTAAATAAATATCAAAATAAGAAATACACTCATTGTGAATTAGATCCTACAGCTTTATATGGTATCTCTATTTCTCTCATTCCTGGTCCACAATATATCCAAGGACCTCGTTTAACTTATCAAAGTAGTATGGGTAAGCAAGCTTTAGGTTTGTATGCCAGTAATTTCTTGATGAGATATGACGATGTGAAGATGTTAGCAAATCCAACAAATCCAATGGTGGCAACTAATACTTATCACATTATGGGATTCTATAAGCGTCCTGCCGGTAGAATGATGAAAGTTGCCTATTTACCTATTCGAGGTTACACTCAAGATGATTCCCTTATTTTTAACAAGGCTAGTTTAGATCTTGGTTCTATGATGATCGTTAAATACTTAAATTATTCTGCATCGGAAGGCACAGCAAAGGACGGAACTAAAGAAGTTATCGGAGTCATCGATTCTAAACGTAATGATGATAAATATAAATATGTTAAGGATAATGGATTACCATCGATTGGTCAATATTTAAAGGAGGGAGATGTAGTAATTGCTAGATATAGAAGACGTGCCAATCCTAATGATCCTAATGCAGGAGATATATTAGAGGATGCTAGTGTAAAGTTGGAGTATTGGGATAGTGGTGTTGTCGAAAATGTCTTGATTAGTGAAGGAGCAAATAGACATAAGTCGGTCACCGTTAAGTTAAGATCAACTAGAATCCCTAGACCTAGTGATAAGTTTGCAGCAAGATATGCACAAAAGGCTACTGTTGGTGCCATCTTACCCAAAGAAGATATTCCATTTATTCCTGGATTTGGTGTTCCTGATATTTTGGTGAACTCGTTGTCTATTCCATCTCGTATGACTATCACTCAACTTTATGAAATGTTATTGAGTCAAGTTGGTGGAATTGAGGGTGGCATTTTCAATCTCAGTGGTTTCCGTAACTTTGATTATGATGATTTGGAAAGATATTTGCGGGCTCATGGATTGGCCTCTTCAGGTAAATATACCTTCATTCGAGGTGATAATGGTAAAACTATTGTTGGTCCAGTTATGTATGGTTATATCTATTATCAAGCATTAAAGCATCACGTTAAAGATAAGATGCAGTATAGAGCGACGGGGCAAATGGATCCTGTAACTAGACAACCAGTAAAGGGTAGAAAGAGACGTGGTGGTTTGCGAGTTGGTGAAATGGAACGTGATGCTGTCTTATCTCATGGTGCAACTGGTACTAGTCAGGCATTCTTATGTAAAGATTCGGATGGATATGTCACTGCTTATTGTGTTAATTGTGGTACATTGGCATCTAGTAGATTAGTTGATGTTAAGAGGGAATATCATTGCCGACGATGTGGTGAAAAGGGTAAGTTTGGTCGAGTCTTAGTTCCTTATATCTTTATCTATCTTAGTCATACAATGGGAGGTATGGGATATGAGACAAGATTAGATTTAAAGCGAGTTAAGATGGTGCGATCTACATTGTCAGAACAAGAGATCTCTCAGTTATAATTGTACTTTTAAACAATCATATAAAAATATAATATATTACTCGTAATATATTATACATTATGTTAGTTATGTAATTATCTTCCCATTATAGATTATAGATTATATAATTATCTTATAGATTATACTTTATAAATTATAGATTATATAATTATCTTATAGATTATATAATTATAGATTATACTTTATAGATTATAGATTATAGATTATAAATTATAAATTATAGATTATAAATTATACTTTATAGATTATAGATTATAAATTATACTTTATAGATTATACTTTATACAATTATAGATTATACTTTATAAATTATACTTTATAGATTATACTTTATACAATTATAGATTATACTTTATACAATTATCTTATAGATTATATAATAGATTATACTTTATAGATTATACTTTATAGATTATAGATTATAGATTATATTATAGTTTATAGTTTATAGTTTATAGTTTATATAATTGTTTGTGGACACTTGTATAATCTATGATTAATAAAAGATAAATATGATATTAACGTAAGTACCAAAATATATATAAAGTTTTATTTTATGGGGTGGTATACATGAAAGTCTTCCTTATGATTTTTTGTAAGTTAATAAATAACATTAAATATTTTCGTTATTGAAGTATATACTTATTCTATTTATATTTTTAAGGTAACTCCATAAAATTTCATGTATACCACCCCATAAAATAAAACTTTATATGTATTTTGGTACTTACGTTAATATCATATTTATCTTTTATTAACTATAGAATCATAATATAAATCTATTATAATAGAGTATCCATTCTACATATTAAATATAATTGTAACAAAAATGGTATTAATATCACATATAAATTTTCATATAAAATTACAATCATGTATACTACCCCATGACTATTTTATATTTTCATGAAGTTAATGTTATATGATAAAAATTATTTATGAAGTTATATAAACTATATATTGCATAATCTCACATACAATAATTTTATACTACCTTATCTCTCTGACGCTCTTATAATAAGATAATTTTAAATATAGGTTTTACTCTATCTAAATTAAATAATTTAGATAGTATTTTATATAAAATAGTCATGGGGTAGTATACATGATTGTAATTTTATATGAAAATTTATATATATATAATTAATACTATTTTGTAATCACATTAATTGTATATCCATAATTTATAAGTTATTATAATTTATAAAATACTATAATCTATTATATAATCTATAATCTACTATACTCTATAATTGTATAAAGTATAATCTATAATCTATAATCTATAATCTACAATCTATAATCTATACTCTATAAGTTATTATAATCTATTATATAATCTATAAATTACTATAATATATAAGTTATTATAATGTATAAGTTATTATAATCTATAAGTTATTATAATCTATTATATAATCTATAAATTACTATAATCTATAAATTACTATAATATATAAGTTATTATAATCTATGAGCTATTATATAACTATAATATATTATACAATTAATATAATTGTATAACTATAATCTATAAATTACTATAATATATAAGTTATTATAATCTATGAGCTATTATATAACTATAATCTATTATACAATTAATATAATTGTATAACTATAATACTAATATTCCTAATGCATGTATCATACACTACAACACAAAAATAATCAACCTTAAACTTATCTCTCTATATCATATATTTAGTAACTTTATCATCCGGTAATATAGTTTTCGATCCACAGGCCTTACACACTAAGCATAACCCTTTCTTATCTTTTTGTATTATGGTTTCAGGATTATCATCCTTAGAACATATCACATATTTCTCTATGAACGATTCTATTTTGTCTTCTATCCTCTCCAATTCTACCCTTCCATTAATCCATATCATATCATCCTTGACCACAACATTCGTAGATAACGATTGTCCTAAATATTTACTAATTAATAATATATCTCTATCTAAACTTTTACTCAATGCCTTACTATTAACTATCAATGTTTTTCCTTTCTCTATTTTAACACTTGAAATTGGTCGTCGATATCTATAAAAGGGATCTATCACTGTCTTTGGTATATTCAACATTTTTGCTATTTCATTATCTCTCTTTCCTATATTCTAATTTTTTCTTTATACCTTTCATTTTTTCCATTATATCTAATTTGATATTCAAATATGAAAATAAATGTAGACATCACAACAAATATTATGGATTGCATGAAACAATATGTTGTTATAAATGCTAATGCTATTGTCTGAAAGAATTTCTCCGTATGAAATGCAATACCATACGCCATATTACTAACATTCCTCATAATACAATACATTATACATCTAATAAGCAATGAGATTACACATATACTTAAAGAGATAAATGTAAGAAGAAATATTGTATTAGATTGTATTATTATTAACATTGTTGATATATAATCATTATTAATATTACTAGTAATTAAATAATTTGGATCAATTACAATATGGGATACTTCATTCATTTTATATAAATTCTTCATTAATTCCTCACATTCCACTTTATTTCCACATGTCATGGTTGGATACATTTTCTCTTTGAAACTATGTGACATTCCATACATAGTTGCACCTTTTAATATCGAATTTTCATAATTTATTATGTCTAAAAAAGTATTGCTGATGTAGCACCATATAAATATATTACATGCTATAGAATATAAAAATCGAATTGTCTTGTTCTTCATTTTATCTTTGAATATTATATATTTATAAATAAATATATAATTTATGAATTATTCCATCCCACGGCAAGATTTAGTTAATTTATTATATTCATCTACAAACTCTGGCCTAGTTAATAATGTCATTACTTTCTTTTCTAATTGGTAATCTTCATTTAGATCTCCCTTTATTTGCCCTATGAGACAATTAAAACATTTAATTGCATTTAGTTCCATAGTTTGTTCAATCCAATATAAGTATAGTCCATCTCTTTCAATATTTTTCATTCTTTGTAATTCTCTAAAACACTCTAAAAATAAATAACTATGATCATTATTACTTTTCATACATGATTTCATAAGCTTATCGTAATTCAAACCCATTTCTTCTGTACTTCCATTACGTCTAGATTTAATCATATCCACAAACCCATCGTTAATAATATTATCAATTATACGCAACATTTTATCTTATCTTCATTATATTAGACATTATTTATTTAATTATCAATTAGTTTACCATATTCATCATTAAATTCTTTCAATAGGAAATCTTTTGCCAATCCGATAATTGGTTATAAATATAAGGTATATAAGTTTTAAAGGTTGTCATAGCAGATCCATAAATTATTCTGCTTAACCAATACACGGCCAATTTCTTATTATCACCCAATACTCTATCCCTTTCCTGTAATAATTCCATAAATAACTGTGCATTGTCAACCTTAATAGCCCACTTCATTGATCTATCATAAGAATGTTCCTTTTCTGACTTATCTAATGCACTGTAAACATTATAATAATTTTAGCATTCTATCTTATACTTTTCTGTTAATCTTTTGTAGAATTATAAAATCATTTTATTCTTACATATTTTTATGATATACTTATACAATATATTAACAAAATATAGAAGACATATGAAAATTAAAAATGAATAAAAAGAAACAAAAAGATGAATTAAAATAAAACTATATGACATCTAACAATAAATTTTTAATATTAGAATTATGTAAAACCATAGGTCTTGACATACAAACTTTAATAAATGTTAAAGATGATAAATTTTATGATATAATAGTGTCTAAAGGTGCTTTAGGTTTCGGTGAAACTTATATGGATAATATGTGGGAAAGTAAAATACCCTTAGACATATTATGCGAAAAAATAGGTAAATTAAAGGTTAAAGATATGTTATATCAATCTTGGTATTGGAAGATTAGAGTAGGCATTAGTTTATTACGTAATTGGATATGGAGTCCATATACAAAATTAGGATCAAAGAAGATGGCAGAAACACATTACGACATTGGAAATGAATTATATAAAAGAATGTTGGGAAAATATTTGGTATATAGTTGTGCTTATTTTAAAGATGGAAATGAAGATTTAGAGGATGCACAAGTAGAAAAGATGAAGTTATGTGCCGACAAATTATATTTAAAACCAGGTATGAAGGTATTAGAAATAGGATTTGGTTGGGGTGAATTATCCTATTATTTAGCACATAATTGTGGAGTTAATATTGATGCAGTAACTATTTCCACAGAGCAATATACTTATGCCCTTGAACATAAATCTCATCCTAATATTAATTATATGTTAAAGGATTATAGGGATTTATGTGATGGAAGAAAGTATGATGCAATAGTTAGTGTTGGTATGTTTGAGCATGTTGGTCAACATAATTATTCCTCCTTTTTCGAAAAATGTAGTAAAATGTTGAAGGAAGATGGATTGTTTTTATTACATACGATAGGTCAGAATAAAAGTCAAAGTGTCGGAAATGAATGGATAAGCAAATATATTTTTCCTAATTCTTGTTTACCTTCTATTGGACAAATAACAGAAGGATGTGAAGGAAAGTTTATTGTTGAGGATGTTCATAATTTTGGAGTTCATTATGCGAAGACCTTGAGATTATGGTATGGGAACTTTGTTAGAGAGTGGGATGCGATAAATAAGGAAAGGATTGAAAATGGTAAGTGTGCGTTAGATGAAAAATTTTATAGAATGTGGGAGTTTTATTTACTGTCATGTGCCGGATATTTTGATGCTAGAGAGTGTCAGTTATATCAAGTTGTGCTATCATTAGGTAGAGATGGAGGTTATAAGCGTCCTAATGTTTAACTTGAGATAGTTATATAATTTAATATAATTGTATAAGTTCATTATATAATCCATAACCTAATTAAAGATGACTATAGATTATATATATATATATATATATTCATGTATACCTATGCACAACGTAATTAAAAATTTGGATTTACTGTACGACATTATATATTTATTTTGTATACATAATGACAAAATGATACTAATATTCCATTAGTAAAATCTATTAATTATATATTCATGTATACCTATGCACAACCAATTATAAATTGGCTTTAGAAATTTAATATAGGATATTATGTACTTATTTCATATACATAAGGACAAAATGGTACTAATCTTACAATAGTAAAATCTATTAATTATATATTCATGCATAGGTATACATAACCAATTATAGATAAAAGATTCTCTAAATGATAGAAGTTATAGATATTAACTTCTATATCAAAATTAATCCTTCATTATAAAGTTATTCTTTTAAGGAAGGCAAAGAAAATTATCTCGGGGGACTTTACATTGTATTAGATTATAAAAATATTTTTATTATGTTATATCTATAAAGTCCTCCGAGATAATTTTCTTTGCCTTCCTTAAAAGAATAACTTTATAATGAAGGATTAAATTTGATATAGAAGTTAATATCTATAACTTCTATAATATTTTATAAGAGAAGGGATAAAGTTCATGTGCACCATCCCATTGAAGTGTGATTAATACCATTTTGTCTCTATGTATCTTAATTATATTCTTACTTCGTTATCTTATTCTCTTATAACTATCCTTAATAATAGTTATAACATTTATAGAAAGAACAAAGAATAAAAATGATTAATTAAAAGATAAAATATAGGTAAAACATTTTAATAATGGAGGAGAACAATTATCCTGAAGTTCATAAGGTTATGAATTATATTAATGAGATATATCCTGATCCAGAATTAAGAAATTTTGTATTGGAATATATTGGAACTGTTTTGTCACATTCCAATCTCTCCAACACATTTAAGAAATAACGTCAAAATTGATATTTATAATAAATAAATTACATTATATAGAATAAGACAGAATCAATATTATAGGACAAATGGATACGAAACAAGTTATTAAGAAGGTCGTTGATATCATCGTTGATTGCGTCAAAAACTCTGAATTTGATGATATGGAAGTAAACGTTAATATAGATACAAATTGCGCTTCCGTATATTTAGGGTTACCATTAGTAGATAGAATATATGGATTTGAAGTTGTATACTATGACTTTGTTAAGGATAAACCATTATCTATTAGTTTTTATAATTGGTATCAATATGATGTCGTGGAAACGCATCGTCCTGGTCATTCATATGATCCTCTTATCTCACGTAGCTTTAATCCTAATGATGAAGATTTGGAGAGGAAAGTTAAAGAATGTGTTGATGATAAGATGTTAGTATATATGGGAAGAGATGAAAATGGAGTTGATGGGGTAGCCGATACTCTCCTTATGGTACCAATCTTAACTAAAAGAGCAGAAAAATATGGCCAATTAGAAGATTTAGTTGATGAACTTAGAGCGACACTCCCAACATCCCTGCAACGAGAAGACGTTATGGAACAAGTTAAGGTTTTATTCGATCAGTTGAAATTTAACTAAACTATTTATCATTATAATCTATATTATATAGATTATAATCCATTTATAATATTCATTATAATTATAATCTATATTATAATCTATTTAGAATAAATTCTTACTAATTACAATTATAGCTATAGTCTATTTATTATAATTATAATCTATTATAAATTATTCTTATACATTAAAATTATAATAACCACATATATTATAAATTATAATATATGAATTCTGGACATTTGTATATTTTTCAACTTTGCTTTGTAAAGTTTCAAGTTTATTCTTATCTTTTATGTATATGTCATTCCAATATTTAAATTTATTTTTATTTGTCTCGTTAGAATTTATTTCTTCCAATATTTGAAATTTATAGTCCTCCAAGGATGCCATATGTGGATATTTTTCATCTCCATTCATAACAACAAAACTTATACTTCCTCCGTTATACATTTCTATATTAATAATTATAATTCCATTATATATTGAATATATATTTATATAACTTTCATTTTTATATACTGATACGTTAAACATTTTACATTCTCATCATTTCTATAATCATATTCTTGCTTTTCCTCTATATCAAATATAGTATGCATTTATTCTTTTATGTATTGTTAATAATAGTCATTTTTATATAAATGGTAAACATAAAATTGATTTAAATTTAATTATTGCGCAATATAACAGGATATAAATAAAATGTCACAATTTATTGAACAGGCAAGAGATATTATTTTGAATTGTGTTAGACATCCTTCTTGTGGAGATATGAAGGTTACAATTCATTATGATAATCCTCTTAATTGTCATGTATATTTAGGATTAGATACTATTGAGAGAATATATGGACTTAATGTTAGGTATGAGGAAGGGACATTGACATTATCATTTTATAACTGGTATCAACTAGATATTGTAAGAAAGTATGTACCGGGTTATCAATCTCAACCTTTTGGAAGTGCAACATGTCACGTCAATACTGAGAACTTAGCAGAAACAATAGAAGAGGAAGTTATGATGTTACTATTTAATCATCTTACAACTGACGTAAATGGCAATGATGATGATTCCTGTGACATCTTTATAGAATATACATCATTAAATAATGATAGTGTTAAATATCGTAAAATCGAAAAGATTATGAATAATACAAAAAAGAAATTACCTGACACATTGATTAAAGATGATATTATTGAACAAATTGAAGTTTTAATATCAGAAGTTTTAAATAAATAATTTTATCCTATATAACTTATATATAATACAAAAAGAAATTGTTGTTAACTATTTCATGAGATGGTATATATTAGAATAAAATTATATGAATATAAAATCATATAATTAGTACCAATTTGTTCTTTATATCCATTTCTCTTTTTATTACATTATATTATATAATGTAATTTAAATACTAAACATATAATATAAAATTATATATAATAATAAATATAATAATTTTATATATATATATATATTAGTGATATTTCATAATTTAGATATAATAGTATCACAAATAATAATTACTCATTCTAATCCTAATCCTCATTCTTATATTATATTATATATAAGTTATATAACTTATATATAATATAAAGTTATAAAAAAAAGATTGAAAAATATAAAATAATATGAATCTTATATAAAGTATATAGACATCAATGCTATTAATGTCTAAGTTATAAAATTTAGATTAGTTTGCGAAGCCTAAAAATAATTTTTGAAGATGATGAAGTTGTAAAAATAATTTTTGAAGATGATGAAGTTGTAAAAAATTTTTTTGAAGATGATGAAGTTGTAAAAAATTTTTTTGAAGATGATAAAGTTGTAAAAAATTTTTTTGAAGATGATGAAGTTGTAAAAATAATTTTTGAAGATGATGAGGTTATAAAAATTTTGAGAAGGTCGAAATTGTAAAAATTTTTGAAGATGGTGAGTTGTAAAATAATTTTTGAAGACGAGATAAAAAATATTTAAGGGTTGAAGTTTTAAAAATTGATTTCTTATAGGTGAATCACAAGATGTATCTGCAACAATCATTATAATTAACTGAAGATTATTAATTAATTATAATAATAGGTATTTTAATAATAAATTTATACCATTCATATGAAATAATATTATGGTATTGATATTATCCTATAATTTTTATTTGTTTAATCCTATAATGAAATAACAGAAAAAAGTTATTCCTTATTATATACTAAATATTTATTTAATATATTTATTATTGTAAAAATAATATAACATAATATGATGTGGTTAAAAACAAGGATATTCTCTATCTCGCTTCGCTCTTCAATATTAAAATTTTATTATTATTAGTAAAATCTCTATCATCCACAATATATAGCTCGCTCAATCTCTTCCTACAAAATTCATACAAAGATTCTGATAAGTTACGACTTTTGAACATTTCATCTGAGGTATAATGGATGACATACTTAGTGAAGTATGGTAATAATTCATATCCTAATGAATAATCATTCATATTAGCATCCCATTTATCAATTATCATATGAGCTAATTCTAATCCATATAACGTAATTTTGTCTAAGTAATAACTTTTATCATGCTTTATATTATCATCGTTATAAAATATGTCTGGCTCATATTCTGTATATTCGTTATCTTCTACTTCACTAAATATTTTGAAATTTATTGATGTGGTTGATTTGTTCTTAATGTTATTAGCATAACAAGATCTTAAAGCTAAACCATTAAATACTGCTTCCGATTGATTATTATATATTTGTAGTTCTTTATATAATAACTTTATATCTTCATCTTGTAATGTCAGTGGAGGCGTTAATATATAATGCTCTGGATAATCATAAACATCTAACGTCATAACAATAATTATTTCCATGATATAAATCTTATCTTAAGATAAATATATAATTATTACATCATTTTTATTTATACAATTTAATATAAATGATAAAATATACAAGAATATGTATTAATTATATGGATTATATAATTATATAATTTTATATTTATGTATACCAACTCAAAAAATCCTATATGTTATTATATAAATAATTAATATGATTTTATTTCTAACTTCTTTCAACATACTATATAAAAATTTTATGGGATGGTATACATTAATATAAAATTACATAATTTTATATCCATATAATTAATACTATATTTTTGTTTATTTTATCACATACATCAAAATTTACCTCCCTAATTTATTGTCGTATTAAATTAAAGTAATTAATATAAATATAATGTAATACTAAAGATACCATATAAAAATATATTTGTTATATTCACCATAATTATAATATATCCTAGTATATATTATCAAATATATATAATAGTATCATGTACATCCATAAATCATTTCACTCATCATCCTCATTCTTATATTATATATATTATATATAAGTTTTATATATAATATATATAAATACAAAGTTAGAAACGAAAAGACAAAAAAATGTGATATTACGAATAATATAGAAATTATATAGACATCAATACTATTAATGTCTAATTTATGAATTTTAGAGTAGTTAACTAAGTTGTGAAAAATTTTTTGAGAAGGTTGAAGTTGTGAAAAAATTTTTTGAAGATGGTGAAGTTGTAAAAAATTTTTTTGAAGATGGTGAAGTTATAAAAAATTTTTTTGGAGATGATGAAGTTGTAAAAAAATTTTTTGAAGATGGTGAAGTTGTAAAAAATTTTTTTGAAGATGGTGAAGTTATAAAAAATTTTTTTGGAGATGATGAAGTTGTAAAAAAATTTTTTTGAAGATGATGAAGTTGTAAAAAATTTTTTTGAAGAGGTCGAAGTTATAAAATTTTTTTTGAAGATGCTGAAGTTATAAAAATTTTTTTGAAGATGCTGAAGTTATAAAAATTTTATCTTTCCTGTTATCGAAACATTATAATGGTGATACGATGGACAATACCTTTATACTAAAATTATATTATTAATTTATATTACTTTTATTATGGTGATTATATATTATAATATGTTTATATTTCAATTAGATGAAAGAGATTACATGAAATGCTATCTCTTATTAGATATTTTATTTTTTTATAGAAATAAAAGTTGTCATGTAACACTTTATGTAAATACTCTTTGAACATTAATACCATAAATCTATCAACATAATTTATAATATTTCTAACCTCTGCATTTATATCTGTGTCCTAATTATGAGTATCTACAATTGTCTTTAACTTCCGTTGTATCGTTCTCTATAATCAATTTTATAAAATAAACTGAATTTTAAATATATTATATCTAAAATTCAAGAAGGCTATATATAATGTTAAAGAAAGCAGTTAAATATGTTCTTGATGCTATGGATATTGCATGTGATGATACTATGGGATGGAGCTATGTATATTCTTATGACGAGACAACCATGATGACGGGAGACGTAGAAATTAATATTAAAGATATCGGAACATTATTTAATATTAATATCATATTAAACGATAGAAATAAGAGAATAACACTTAAATTATATAATGTTTGGAAAGGAGATGTTTTATTATGTACTAAAGATATCAAGGTAGATGATGATGAGTGGATTGAGCGTGGAGTAGAGGAAGGTAATAATGATAATGTGGAGGAATATTTAGAAGAAGAAATTAATATAACCGTATTAGATTTTATTAATAAGATGAAAGAAGATAAAATATCAGGAACCTTGTTAGATTCCGCATATTATAAGGATGAACATGATATATTATTAAAACTTTCTGGATTAATAAGTAAGCTTAGAAAAGTATTGCCAAAAGATCTTAAAGATAATGAAAATGAAAAACAATTGGAAAAGTTAATAGCATATTTTAAAAATGAAACATTAAAGAAATAAATGTTTGTAAAAGGATAATATAATTTTATTAGATATTTAATAAAATGGATATAGAATATTTTTTAAATCAAGCATTCAATAGTTTCCCGACTAATAGGAATATTAATTACAATAAGGTTTATAATTATGTTTCCTATCTCAACTTGCAAGATAGGAATACCTTAGATAGATTTCTTTCTGATGATAATAATAATATTATATTATTAGATGTAAGAAATATACATGGAAATAGAGACTATATATCTAATAAATTAGGTTCTATAATACCTATCTATAAGTTAAATAATACAATACCAAAATCTAGTAATATCGAATTATTATTTAGAGAAGGAACAAATTCCAATAATGAAATTATAAGATTAATAGAACCTCAAATAACAAAAGAATTACCATTACAATATGTATATAATATTGCTAGAATATTAAGTTATTCTATAGGACAAGAGGATAAGAAATTTTTATTAGTGTATAGGAGTACAGGACCATCACGTTTTTATTATACAGGGTATGGTATATGGGTATGTGAAGTTAATGGTTTTGGAGAAGAAGATGATCTTTTATTATTATTATTTTATTTATACTTATCATCTGGAGATATAAAGAGAAGAACTTGTATATTATCAATGGATAGATATGATTGGAATGGTATACCTAAGAATATTATGAATAAAATAAATAGGAGCAAAGGATTATTATTATATCAAACTTATAAAAATGATATATATTATGATAAAGATTATGATGATCCATTAATTGGAGATTATGTTAATACCCGCATAATCGATAGTATAATATTTAATGTTGATACAAATTATAGTACTAAATTATTGGAAGAAAAAGAAATTAATTCAGATGTTGTCTCAACTAGAATTATCTAATTTAACTTTGTTCTCAATGCATTATTAATTTATTATTAATAATGGATGATATGTTTCATTATATTATATAATGAGGATATGACATATAATTATATAATCTAACAGTTAATGATATGCTACATTATATTATATAATGAGGATATGACATATAATCTAACAGTTAATGATATGTTACATTATATTATACAATGATAATATATAATTATTCATATATGGGATTATCACCCGAACTACAAACCTTATATTCTATTTTCATTAAATCAGCAATATCCTCTTCTGCATCACAATCTTTAAATTCATATACGCCAGATAGTGGATTCAATTCATAATATATTTCTAAATATGAATCTTCATCACTTCCATCCATAAATTGGATAAATTCTTCATAATATAGTTTTATATCAGACATCTTTAAACTACCATTTGCATATGGTAACCTAAAAATTAAATTATCTTCTGCTTCAACCTTTCTCGTCAACATCTTTATATAGTAAATATAAAGATAAATCAAATATCAATTTAAATAGCTTCCACTCGACCATCTAAATGAATAATTAACGTTTCAATGTCAGTAATTGTACTATTATCCCTAATTAATTGATATAATTCGTCCATATTATGTCTACGTAGGGAATGTTCATCTCTGGGAATTTCTGGAGAATAATTATTCGGTTGGGCATTTAAATTCTCCAAATAACTATTATATGCGAGACAATCATCATGATCTAAAATAATAACTTTATTAAGACTATTCTTTAATAAATCTAAAATGGATATAAGAGTTGGTCTATATTCGTCTACGGCGGTTAATGATGCACCTGGTAATGTTTGTAAGTAATATCTACCGGCCAATCCTCTATTATACATATAATTGGATACAAGATCAATAAAACGATAGTCAATGCATGCTAAAAGTAGAGTTTTAGTTCTGGAGTCGTTATAATAAGTTTGTTCGCCTGTGGACATTTTTTAAATAGGATAAAAAAAGAATGTCAGCAGTAATTTACGGATATGATTGTCCAAATACACTACCAACTGGAGTTTTCCGTGGTAATATAAGGACAGGAATAGGATTACCTACAGAGGCGTTGCCTAACTATACTATTTATGTAGATCAGAGTGATAGATCAATTTATATATCTAATGGAGAAGTGTTGGTAAGATATGTACCAGCAACCTTATTATCAATAATATAAGGATTAAATATATTATAAGCGTATAAGGATGTTTATAATAGAAGTGAAGGAAAGGAATATGAAGGGGAGATTGTTAAAGTTAGGGAATATAAATTATCCTCTACATCAAAAAGAAAGATGGACAATTGTTGCAGTTGTTATACGAGTTGTGGACCTGTTGGATATTTTTACGGCACAGGAGTTCCATTAGCATATTTTGCAGGTGATGGCTCCCTTTATTTAGATACTGTTTCTGGTATTCTTTATGTAAAATATAAGTCAATATGGTCACCAATTTTGATGCCGGAGATGATTTAATGAGAAAATTATAAGGCAATAGGAAAGAGAACAAAAAAGAAAAATGAGTGGTTTATGTGCTATCAATCCCGCTTACGGAAGTGGTGTGGTATCTAACTCCGCACTTCTTCGAGGAGTAGGGTTTCCATCTTCTAACCTTGGAACTTCAGGAGCCTTATACGTGGATTTATCTAACGGTAATCTTTATTCCAAGGTAGGATATAATTGGGCCTTAGTAAGTACTCCAACTATATTACCACCAACACCAATTTATTAACATTTATAAAAAAGTTCAGAAATTTTTTCTTTATTATATAATAAAGAAAAGATGAGTAAACGCTGCTGTGGTTATGAACAATCTTGCAATCCTTGCTGTCCGGATCCTTGCCTAATTTATCAACCTTGGCCGATCCCAACTCCCCCCATTCCTGTTCCCCCTCCTCCTCAAATCTTAACAGGTAACGGAGCTCCCACTCTTGCCATTGGCACCATTGGTAGTCTCTACCTTGACTTAACTAATGGTAATTTATATGCTAGACTCGCCACTGGTTGGGTATTAGTTAATAGTGCTTCCACCGCCACTGCCAATGTACCTATTGGTGCTGCCATTGACTTCTCTGGAACCACTATTCCCACCGGTTTCGTTCTCGCTAACGGTGCAACTTTACCTGTCACTACCTATCCTCAATTATACGCTGCCATTGGAAATACCTTTGGTGGTGTTCCGGGTGTTACCTACACTTTACCCACTATTACCAGTGGTATTGCCGGTGTTAGTGTTATCCTCCGTGCTTTCTAATAAACTTCCATTTTATAATATTATTATTTATATTATATAATTATTAATCTTATACAATTATTTAATGTTATCTTATACAATTATTTATCTTATATAATATTGTTCATAGATAATCTTATCTTATATAATTCATAAGACTATATAATATTATTTAATATATTATGTTATTTTTAAACGAATATTTAATATATTAAATAATATTATATAGTCTTATGAATTATATTAAATATTTATATAAAATAGAATAATATATTGAATATTATTCTATAGTCTTATGAATTATATTAAATATTTATATAAAAATAATATAATATATTAAATAATATTATAAATTATATATAATATTTATACAAAAATAGAATAATATATTATTATTTCTATAAATAGAACAAATTATAATTATTATAATATATATAAATAAGGCTTTATGTGAAGATAATATTATACATTTAACAAAGAAGGATAAAAATGAACAAAGAAAATGATAAAATAGAAGAAATAGAGAAAAATATGGATGGCGAGTATAATTGATAAATGATTTTCTTAAAAGAAAGGAAATAGAAAAATAAATGGGATGTGTAAATAGTAAAGGTAATACAGAGAAAAAATCTATTCGATGTATTATCCTTGGATTACAAGGCAGTGGAAAGAGTACATTCTGCAAACAATTACGCCTCATGTTTAACAAACAATATAGTAATGAAGAAAGAGTTCTCTACACTCGAGCCCTACGTGTCAATCTCGTTCATGGTCTAAAAGAATTATGCTCCAAATACTCCATAGCCAATAAGATTAAGAATATAAACTTATTAAATTGTGATATTGAGGAAGATATGGTAGAGGAAATTAAAGATGTATGGAACAAAGTAAGTGACAAAACCTCCACTGAAATAGAAAATATTAAATATGCCATTGATAATATAGATAAACTTATAGATCCAGATTATTTGGCCACGGATGATGATATTCTTAGAGCAAGACAATATACCTCCGGTAAAGATGAACTAATAATCGAAACACAAAATAAGACATGGGTTTTCATGGATGCTGGTGGTCAACCCTCCGAACGTAGAAAATGGGAAAATTTCTATCATGACTTACGAGCAGTCATTTATGTTTGTGCCGCCAATGAATGGGATGTCTCTTGTCAAGCAAGTTACAATCCATATTTAGGAGTTACAGTTGATCCAACTGTTTCTCCTAGAACAACTAAATCTGTTGGTGATGATGTTGGTAGCGAAGAAAAATTAACTGATAGTCAGGATACAGAATATTCCGATAAAACTTTATTCGAGGAGTCCCTTGAATTGTTTGAAAAATTACATTCTGATTCTAAGATTGATCAAGCTCCCTTCATCGTATTTTTAAATAAAGTTGATTTATTCCATAAGAATTTTAACTTGAAGAGATTTAGAAAACGATTCCCAAAGTTTAAGGGATCCACTTCAGATGAAGCCTTAGAATATTTAAAGGAACGATTTATTGTAATAGGAGCTGATAGTAGTAATACTAGGGCCAATACAGTTTGTATGTTAGATACTGAAGAGGTAAAGGAGATCACCAAGGGCGTGATTAGTTTCCTTATTGAAAACTCTTAGATATAGCTTAGTATGTTAGTGTAATATAATATGTATATATTATTTAGAATTCTAATTTAGATAGAATTAGAATTATTTATTACAACTTACAATAGATTACACAATTATCTTTAATCTTATCATATATAATTGTTATTATACATTATATAATTGTTATTATAAATTATATAATTATCTTTATAGATTATACTTTATACTTTATAAATTATATAATTGTCTTTATAGATTATATAATTATCTTTATAGATTATAATTATCTTTATAGATTATGCTTTATACTTTATAAATTATACTTTATACTTTATAGATTATACTTTATAGATTATAATTATCTTTATAGATTATACTTTATAGATTATACTTTATATAATTATCTTTATAGATTATATTATTATCTTTATAGATTATACTTTATATAATTATCTTTATAGATTATATAATTGTCTTTATAGATTATACTTTATATAATTATCTTTATATATAATAAAATGATACTAATACTACGGGTGTAAAAATATATAATTCTTATCTCATGTGTACCAACACATGGCAAAATTCTTTTAATGAGTCATCTAAATTATTGAATTTAGATAATGTAATATCTATATGTAAAAATATCTTCTATTATTTGATTATTTCTTTAAGGAGTTACAAAAATATTTTTATAGGTTGGTAACTAATTATATATTATAAAAAATTTTTTATAACATATAATTATAAATTTCCACAAACTATTTTTTGTAACTCCTTAAAGAAATAATAAAATAATAGAAGATATTTTTAAATATAGATATTACATTATCTAAATTTAATAATTTAAATAAGCTATTACAATAATTTTGTCACGTGTCGGTATACATGACAAAATTATTTATATAAAATAATATAATAATCTCCATATGATTTTGTAGTTTATTTATTACTTTCTATAATATCTAAATTGTTTTATGAAGTGGAAGTGTTCACGCGATTATATAACACATAATAATAATATATAATCTATATACACCAAACTTACTTATATATAATTATATTCTCATGTCTATCTTATCTTTTATAAAATTGATTTATATAATGGTAATTAAGATATTTATAGAATACCAAAGCAATGTCATCCAAACTATTGAATATCATACAGGAAGAAAATATTAGCGCGTTGGCGACATTGCTAGACCAAAAGGATTACAGTGATAATGATTTATTGCACAGTATATATTATGCAACACATAACGGTAAACTAAATAGTATTAAACTTTTCAAAGATAAGCTAGGATATCTTCCAGAAATTAATTATTTGTTAGTTATCGCATCCGAGGAGGAATATCTGCACCTTATTGAATATTTACTACAAGAATGTGCAGATATTAACTATTGTGATGGGGAGCCTCTAAGACGTGCTGCAATGAAGGGAAAGTTGGACTCCATTAAATTATTGTTAGATAAAGGCGCTAAATTACATGATAATAATGGACATTGCAGAGCTTTAGAACAAGCAGTTTATAGTGGATACAGTTCCATTGTTAGATATTTATTAGAAAAAGGAGCAAATGTTAATTCTGTAGATGAGTGTGACATACTTCAAGTATATCTCCATTGGGAAAAAGAAATTTTGGATTTACTATCAAAGTATGGACTTCAATTTGAGGATAGAGAAACTTTATTGAATAAAGAATTATCCCGTATTATTATGAATAATGATTATGGCGAGGTTAAAAAGCTTATCAAATATGGTGCTGATATTAATTCTATACCATCACATGTTATAGAGTTAATAATGCATGATCGTAAATACAATAAAATTTTGAAACTAGTGGAGTCTTATAGAGAACAAAGATACGAAGAACCCAAAGAAGATATACTATTAAAGGCAATTAAATCTCAGGATATAACTGAATGCGTTATAGTATTGAATAAAGGAGCAAATATTAGAAACAATAATTACGAACCATTAAAAGAAGCATTAGCTACTAATAATCGTGATATTGTGGAATTACTATTAAAATATTTAAATACAAAATAATCACATATAATTAAATATATAAGTTATTATATAAATATATAATAACTTAGCTTATGATCTTAATATAATAATTATGATGTATATAAATAATCTTGATAGTAATGATATATCATATATGCCGATGTTAAAATGATAATAGATGGATTAAATGAAAGAGTTATTATTGTATATTATAATATATGTTCTGACGAATTCAATGTAGGAGAATTTGCGTTACATTATGAAGCTGGTACAATATAAGGTTAACTATAGGCTTGAATAGGAAAGGAATAGAGATCAACTACATATAATAATATGGGTAGTAGGATAATATTTACGATTTAATATGATTTTGCACTTATCAAGAAATAAAAATAATTGCTTAAAGAATTTCTTTATCTATAAAAGAGAGAATTATCCTTTTCTCTTATTATTTAATTTTATACAAATACATTATATAATCATATATTTAATACTATATAGTTATATAATGTATAATCGTAAATTATTATTGTATATATTGTAAAATTAAGAATAAAGGTTAAAATGAATTATTTCAAAACTTATCATCTAAAAAATTTTTTGTAAGTTGTAATCTCCAAAAAATTTTTTCAACTTCGACATCTCCAAAAAATTTTTTTATAATCTACCTCTTCAAAATTTTTTTCAACTTCATCATCTTCAAAAAATTTTTTCTATAACTCAACTGCCCCAAAAATATATTAATTATTAATTAATATATATCTTTTAGTACCAAACTATGTTTTATTGTAATTTATTATAAATGTTTTAACTTTCAACTCGTCTCCTCCTTCTCTTATATATTATATATATATATATATATGATTTATAATTATATATATAATATATAACAGGTCAAAGATAGTGAAGTATAATTATTCATTATACAATATTATCATTATTGCATAATCTATATTAAATATACAAATTTATGTATATGAAAAATAGAAGATAAAAATAGTGCTGACTTTATGACTATATTTATATACGAATAATTGTTCATGTATACCAACCCATAAAACTTTTATAATCATTATTTCATATACATATTAATAATATATAATTATACATTTTACATATATTGTATGTCAATCCTTATAAAAGTTTTATGGGTTGGTATACATGAACAATTATTCATATATAAATATAGTAATAGAGTCAGCACTATTTTTATCTTCCATTTTCCTCTTATATCCGTTTTCATCTAATTTATTATAACTATTGTCCTACTACAAAGAAAAATAAATCTTTGATACCACAAATTTCTCTCTTGTTGCATTATTATATAATTAATGAACTATCTAAATTATATAATTTAGACATATATCCCAAACTAATTCAGTCCAAATAATTTCTTAGTATCAAAATCAGCACTATACTTAAGATAAAAATTTATTTCTTGACTATTATAATATGGACACAGTTGTGTGTATAATGATGATAAATGTATCTTCCATCCCTTTGTTGTGGCTCTATATATGTATGCATCAATAGATCTCTTTAAATCTGTATCTAATGTACCATATCCTATATTCTGAAACTTCGTTACTAGAGTATTATAACATTTTTCAACTTTAGCAATATCATAATCATCACTTTCCACCCTTAGTCCTAAAATCTTTATTGCATACACCCTTAAATAATCAATAAATGTTTTAGATGCTAACATTAATGCAATATTATAAATATCATATTTTCTTATATTCTTTTTACTATTATTAATATTCTCTAATCTCTTAAATTTATCAATCTTCCATGCATATTGTATTAAATTAATAGTTTCTCCTGTAGTTAATTCCACCGTAGTCAATATACACGATATCTTTGTATTTTTCTTCTCATCTTTTCCATATTTTAAGATGTCTTCAATGTTCGGAACATCAATACCATATAACTTACTAATATCAATATATATACTAGTACTTTCATCATGTACATTTGCTTTCGATAAACGAGATATCATCTCCATATCATTAAATATATACTGTTGATTATGAAAACAAAAAATATTATATAATAAATATAAGGATTTATATAGATCGAAATTAGATTCATCACATTCATTAATCGATTCTTGGCATATTGGACAACATTTCTTCTTTAAACCTTTAAAACATCCTTTACATATACTGTGTCCGCACTTCGCTACCATCATTCGAGACATTACATCATAACATACTGGACAAGTTGATAACTTCATCATATCCTCCATATTGTCTTACTATAAGACATTTATAAATTTACAAATCAATTATATTTCATATTCACCATAGGTATAATCAATCCAAGTTAAATAACGCATGGTATTTTTTTTCGAACTAATATATCTTTTAGATCCATAATATTTAATGTCACAACTTTCCTTATATATAGAATTACAATATTCACATTTTGGTAGTTCGTTGTGTTGAACTTTATATTTTAACATGGTATGTTTACAAGATATATGAGTTAGGTTTCCACAATATTTACATTCACAAAATTGCGATCCAGAAATTATATCTCCTTGACAGAAACATTGAGATATACTAACATTTCCACAGTTATATAACCAATAATAAATATTTTCCCATACATCAAATAATGTTTCCTTTGTCCTGCATCCATAATATCTCATTATATGATGATCTGAAATTAATTCTTGAGGTATAAGAGTATGACATCCAAACGCATGAACATATTTATATTGATCCATATTTTCAACCTTATCCTTCAATATGGATATTAATTCTCTTCCTTGATTATTGTTTATTATAATAACACTATGTCTATATTTAACTGGTAATATATCATTTATCCCTAATCCTAGAAAAGCTTCGGCCCACGTAACAGGAGATAAATTTCCATCCAAGTATTCCTTTAATAGTTGAAAATGATTATCTTCTATAAGCATGTATCTTCGATGCGTATTACGAAATTCTGTAAATACTTCTATTATATTCTCCTTTATATATGCATATTCGTTATTTATTCGGTTTTCTTCCTCCATAGAACAACAATGACATAAATCTCCTGTGTTGTTAAATTTTAGGTTTGGATGCTTACATTTACATATTGGACATGTGAGAAGGCTATGACTTCTTATACATTGGTAACAATAATATTTCTCTTCATCCGATAGATAACGAAAACTTCCTCCTGTCTTTTCACAGTGTCCACACTTCACTTTATTCATTTCTTACATCATGTAATTTATTTAAATTATAAATCACTTTATAAAAAGATATGAACATTATATTAAAAGATAGATTGGCAACTTCCTGTTCCAATGTATATATACAATATAATCTTAATAGTAATGATAAAAGAAGTGTAATAAGCACAGATGTTATCATATACGAAGATATTAAGAGGATAATAGATAGGATGAATGTAAAAGTTGATGTAGGTTCTGATGTACTAGTTAGTTTAGATAATAATTTAAACTATGTTCTAAATTATAATATATGTTCCGATAATGTTAATGTGGAAGAGGTAGCGTTATATATTATGAATAATGGAATTTTAAATTATAAAGCTGGTATAATTGATGATATTAGTAACTATGCGGTGTATAATGTTGATTATAGGAATAAAGTTATGGAATCAAAGAGGGATATAGAAAACGAGATGAGAAATAGAGTTGGTCTTACTGTTAGTGCATACAATGATGTGAATAATAGGACAATCCATCCTCAACCTAATGCAGTATATGATACTAACGCAAAAAATAGATCATATCAAGGATTAAATAACTTTAATATGATTTTACAATCAGTAAAAGATAAAATATAATTGCTTAAAGAATTTTTTTATCTATAAAAAGAGAGAAGTATTTTTTCTTCTTGTTTAATTTTATATTTTGATCAACAATATAGTTAATAGCTTATAGTTATTGATGTTCTATATAAAATTAATATTGACATCGATTTATGATACTGAATAGAAATTGGGAACGTTGATAAAATAATTATTTTATGGGTTGTTTTATTAAAATTTTTATAAATCTGATGTATATTTTACTTCGTTATCTGTCCCTCTGCAAGAAAAAATATTTTTACAACTTCATCATCTCGAAAAAAAAATATTTTTACAACTTCGTCTTCTCAAAAATATTTTTATAACTTCAACCTCTTCAAAAAATATTTTCAACAACTTCATCATCTCGAAAAAATTTTTTTAACAACTTCATCATCTCGAAAAAAATATTTTTATAACTTCGACATTTTCAAAAAATTTTTTTCAACTTCGTCTTCTCAAAAATATTTTTTACAACTTGTCCCCTTCAAAAATTTTTTACAACTTCGACATCTTCAAAAAATTTTTTTCAACTTGCCATCTTTAATTTTCTGTAACTCATAATCTTATAAAATATATTAATTTATAATTAATATATGTATTTTCAATACCAAAAGTTATTATATATACATTTATTCTAAGTATATTATATATAATCATCTTCTTATTTTATATATATTATATATATATATTATATATAAAGTTATTATTATATATATATATAATATATAGGAATGGTATAATGATGATAAGATAAAATTATTATTATATAATGTATAGTATTAATAGTTATATATAGATTTATATAATAATATATTATATAATGTATAGTATTAATAGTTATATATAGATTTATATAATAATATATTATATAATGTATAGTATTAATAGTTATATATATATATTTATGTAATATTTTATTATATAATGTAATATTAAGATGGTTATATTAATAATAATTTCTTTAAGCTAATATCATACTTTCATCTTCTTTAAAATTCATCTTGCAGAGCGCTTGCGGGACTGAATGTCGATGATGAGATATTTTATATAAATTTATATGTTTTATTAGTATAAAATATCATCCTCTATTACAAAATAGATAAAACCTCAATGATACTATATGATTTAATATATATAAATGTGTTGGGTCTAATACTATATTGTAAAGATATAAATACAATTTTACATCTATTTCTTTAAGTTAATATCATAATGCACTCGCGCAAGAGGAAAAATAAAAAATTGAAATGGCGAGAATAATATATTTTAGATAAAATTATATCATTAATTAATACGATATATTACTTTAGAGTATGAAATATATATAAATACAATATTTTATTTGATTTCTATTATCTTACTATAATAATATTAATACTATATTTTGATTATGTATATCTTAAGTTAATATCATAATCTGTGAGAGAATAAGATGGTTATAATAGTTATAGATTATGTATAGAAGAGAAAAATGGTATTGATAATAAGTATATATTTATATACAATTATTATACTATGTATACCTATACATGATGATTTTACATAAGTTATAAAAAATTTATATAATTTTATAGTACTAACATCCATATAGAATAAATATTACAACATTCTATAACTTGTGTAAAATCATCATGTATATGTATACATAATATAATAATTGTATATAGATATATACTTATTATCAATACCATTTTTCTCTTCTATTCTTCTTTTATAATAATCTATTACAATTATATAACTCTACATTACAATTATAATCTACAATATAATTCTATAATCTATAATTCTATAATCTATAATCCATAATACAATTCTATAATCTATAATCTATAATTCTATAATCTATAATCTATAATACAATTATATAATCTATAATACAATTATATAACTATACATTACAATTATATAATCTATAATATAATTATATAATCTGTAATATTATATAATCTATAATATAATTATATAATCTATAATCTATAACATGTAATAAAATTATGTTAACCTCATATACGATATTTATGCCTCTAATGAATTAATACGACATCCTAAATATTCAATTCTAGATTTCGTTGGTCTTGAACATGCGGCCTCAAATCCACTGACATCCCCTATAATCCATATACAACACTTTCCTCTGGTTATCATTGTATAACACATATTCTTATTTACGAACCACTCGTTGGCCTTATTACCATGTGGTAAATAAATAATTGCAAATTTCCATTCTGATCCTTGTGCACTATGACATGTTAAACAATAACTATGTCTTAAATGATCAGTTGTATTCTTATCTGTTGGATTTACTAATGTGTTATTCATCTCTATTACATCAGTATTCATTCCATTATCCATACCTCCCTCACCTCCTACCTTAAAAGGCGCAAGTATATTACCAAAGGCAACTGTTATTTCCTTCTTTGTTAAATCAACCTTATGAACTATACCTTCCTCTCCATTCATAACATTAATATCATAATTATTTGATTTCATAACAACCTTATCATCCTTAAACCATTTGACATTCTTATCTTGTAAATATAATTTCTTTTCCTTATGATATATTCTTTGTAAATTTTCATTTATTACTGTACATTCCTTTACATATGGCGTTAATACAATAATATCATTTGCAGGAACAGATTGTTGAAGTAGATGATTATAAATAGCAAAAACCGGATCTAAATTTGTTGATGGATAGATAACGAAATTATCTGCAGGCATAAGTTTAACTATATGTTGTATCTGGGCAGATGAACCATATTCTTCCTCTATCATCATCATCATTTCTTCCTCTTCTTCATTGGCACCTGTATTAATTATATTTTCCGCATTAACCAAAATTCCATCTTGTACTCCATTCGACAATTGTATTCTCATATTTGTCAATAGTTTAGTGATTGGAATACTACCAACAGAGAATAATTCCTTCAATAATGTCCCACTTCCTATAGGTTCCAATTGATTAATATCTCCTATAAATGTAATACGAAAATCATGATTAAATAATTTAAAAACTCTATATAGAAGAATAGTAGTAACCATACTTGCTTCATCAATAATAAGATGACTAAAAGGTGCATCTCTAAATATAGATTTACTAGATAACATACGATGAATAGTACTTGGTTTACTATCCTTTAATACTTCTCTAATACGAGATACTGCCTTTCCAGTAAATGAACAAACATGATAGGGCACTGATTTTAATAATAAATTATGTGTTATTTCTTTAATAATAGTAGTTTTACCAGTACCAGCACCTCCTGTTATTATAGATAAATTATTTTGTAAAGAAGAACGCACCGCTTGTTGTTGTACAGGATTTAATGTTTTACATACCCAATCAATATCATCATTTCCATTAAATTCTGATACTATTTGAGTTGGATCTTTTGTGCTGGTTAAGAAGAGACGGTCAGATACTATTGCTTCCACCTTATGGAAAAATTGTAGGTATAGGACATTATATTTTTCGTCCATGACAACTCCATAATTGTTTTGTAGATTACCTAAAAGGGAAGCGAAAAATGGATATTTAGCGGAAATGATGGATACAGGAACACACATCCACGATCTCTTCTTGCATATCTGAAATATATCCCTAACTATAACACCACACCAATAATCATGATTATCAATACGTAATTGTAGTCGTGTTAAGATTTTCATGGACTTACTATTAACGGGGTTAAGAAAATTTTCAGGAGTATCAATGGTGTATATTGTTAATGGATATTTAGTTAGAATTTCATAGTAATCATCTAGAGTTCCATCTCCATATTCCAACATTTCTTTAATTTCTGTATTGGTGAGACCTAAGAGATAAAATTTACGAAGAACTTGACCTTTATACCAAATTTGCATTAACTTTTTAAAGTAAACTTCAGTTAAGAGGGTAGGAACGATTCCACTTTCGACAGCAATTTCTAACTTACCTTTAACATCTCCAAAGGAATCAAGTTCCAGATAACGTTCAGAGGTGACAGAGAGATAACTGGCGATATTCTCTGCACCTACCTTTCTAGTGATATGTTTAATGATATCAGATATAGCGTTATATGATATCTGTAAACGTTTACTTTGAGAATTAAGATAGTTAATAATGCTATCGGTATCAGTGCCTTGTTGAATTAGAGGTAAAGAGTTATCATCCATATTAATGGTGTTAGTGCTAGGAAGTTCCGGAAGACGAAACGTCATAACATCACCTTTTTGTATGGGACAAAAGCCATTATAGATAATATGGTATGTGATATTGGTGGTTGTTCGAATATCAAATTTTACTGGATTTTTATAGTTTTGTATGTTGGTTACTTTTCCAGTTATTATATTATCCATATTAAACTAATTGTCTTTGCTTTATTCTTTTATAAATAATAAAATGGAAAATAGATCAATAAGATGTGAAGTAGAGGAAAATATGAAGAATAATATGAAGATAAGCACAATGGTATTTGTTGCTGAGTTAGAAGGTGACGTTAACACCTATTCCTCTTTTGCCTTTTTACCTATCACAGTAATTGATATTAAACCAACAACTAAGAAGACAAAGAAGATAAAGATACCTCATTGTGATAAAGTGGGTGCTATTCTTTCCATGTGTATGAAGGGTCAAGTTCGAGGTATTTTAAAATCTCTTGACAGCAAAGGATTTAAAAATTCAGTCTCCATAGACATTAGTACCAGTAGAAAGAATTTAAATATTAAATTAAGTAAAAATAGTATGCATATCACCGGTGCCTTATCCGAAGATGATGCCCAAGAAGGTTGTGCCTTATTAATTAAAAATATATTATATACTAGAGATCTGGTCAATAAGATGAGAAATAATTTAGAGGAAGTTGAGACAATATGTAATTGGTTTGTAGAAAATAGTAGGGGTACTCAATTTGAAAAGGAGGAAATTATAGAACAGGAAAATGCCTGTTATCACATTAGAAGTACTGATTGGAACATTAAATATCCAGATGCAGATAAATATTGTTCCTTCGTGGAGAATCATGATAACGATATTGTATTATTCTTTGTGAGAACATTGGTGGAGGCTGTTATGGAAGGTTTAAATTTATCACATTTCGAGAGAATGTTAGGTCATATAAAGAATATTATGAAGATTCCAGAAAGTGATTATGAAGGACCAATTATTAGTAGTGATAACTTAAGGGTGTCTTCTATGAAATGTTCTATGATTAAATATGATTACAAGTTACCTTATGATGTGGATGTCCAAAAATTATGTGTCGCCATTAATGGATATAATGGATTTATTGCAAGACATAATAATCAGGTTAGACTTTCTGCTAGGATTATACTTCCTTATGATCCGGAAGGTATTGAGAATATTCATGTTAAGAAGAATCAGAATGCAAAGCATACATTTATAGTTAATGGATGTGGATCTGTGTCACAACATAGTCCATGTCATTCATTGGGATGTGATGCATATAAGATGTTTATGGAGGCTCTCTTAGATTTGAAAGAATTCATTGAAAGTCCTGAAGATGATGATATCACATCACAATCTTAAATTATATAATTTATTATAATTACATAATGTTATATAATTATATACTCCCAAACAATTATAACTGTTCTATACAATTATAATTTAATCTTATCTTATACAATTATAATTTATCTTATACAATTATTACTTATACAATTATAATTTAATCTTATCTTATACAATTATTACTTATACAATTATAATTATCTTTATACAATTATAATTTATCTTATACAATTATAATTTAATCTTATACAATTATAATTTAATCTTATACAATTATAATTTAATCTTATACAATTATAATTTAATCTTATACAATTATAATTTTATCTTATACAATTATAATTTATCTTATACAATTATTACTTATACAATTATAATTATCTTTATACAATTATAATTTATCTTATACAATTATAATTTAATCTTATACAATTATAATTTAATCTTATACAATTATAATTTAATCTTATACAATTATAATTTAATCTTATACAATTATAATTTTATCTTATACAATTATAATTTATCTTATACAATTATTACTTATACAATTATAATTTATCTATTACAATTATAATTTATCTTATACAATTATTACTTATACAATTATAATTATCTTTATACAATTATAATTTATCTTATACAATTATAATTTAATCTTATACAATTATAATTTAATCTTATACAATTATAATTTAATCTTATACAATTATAATTTAATCTTATACAATTATAATTTTATCTTATACAATTATAATTTATCTTATACAATTATTACTTATACAATTATAATTTATCTATCTTGCAGAGCGAAGCGAGAATACAATTATAATTTAATCTTATCTTATACAATTATAATTTATTTATCTTGCAGAGCGAAGCGAGAATACAATTATTACTTATACAGTTATAAATTATACAATTATAAGTTGGTTTATCGTTTTAAATTGTATAATATGAAGATAAATATGATATTATAGTGATAGGAGTTTAAGTTTATCCTTGTTTTGAGTATGCAAGAGAGAATAACTATAGAGTAAAGTATACTACTCAACCTAATGCTAAACAAAACCCCTATCACTATAATATTATATAACATTCAGATATTAATCTTACTATTATTGAATATATGAACAAAGATGTATGTAGTTTAAGTCATAAAGGAATGATTATGGAATATTATTGTTTATAAATAATAAGAAGTTTAGGAATTTTACTGTATATAAAAGATGAGTACTTATTGGATAAGAGGTTCTATACCATTGGATACATTAGTGACACTAACTTATACCGATGAAAATGGAATTATTTATTTCTTAAGAAAATTATTAGTGAATGGACAATCAATATTAGTGTTTGATCCTACAGGTGACTCTTATGAAGTCTTCAACATGGAAAGTGCCAGAGATATAGGTACTATGTCCTTACGTAGTCAAAATACCACGGGATGGCTAGGAGTCAATTTACAAAATGGAGAAGTGGAAATAATATCTATAAGGGAAACTATATATCCTTTGACAACGGAAGTAAATCCTTGGGGTATTGCTCTAGCTGGTGTCACCTACCAATTAGAAGCCAATGGATTTCCTATGAGATTTAGATATTTAATACCTGATATCGCTAATTGGACTGATAGAAGTCAACCACCACCCATACTTACTCCTCCCAATACTGGCCAAATAAGTCCCACTAGAATACAAAAAATAAGAATATTACCATTAAATGTATATGCTACAGGAGCTTGTTCTGTTCCAATAACTGGAGATGAAGTAGTTCGAAGAGAAATAGAATGGAATTATGATGGAAATGTAGAGAAATCATTTACGACGGAGGATGACTGTAATGTTGGCATATTTTATAAATATTGTGGACCTGGTGTTGTTTGTTCATCTAATTGTCGTAGTTCGTGTAACACAGGAATAAATGCCGACAGTTGTCAATGGGATGAAAATATGAGTCAATTTATGTGTATAAATGCTGGAAATGGAGAAGGGGGAAATATTGGTGTAGGGATAATACTATTAGTTGTTATAGTAATAATTATTATAGTGATTTTATTGATTGTTGGAATAATAATATATAGTAGAAGATAAAAAGACTAAAAGAGATGTTAGGTAGTTATTCAGGATGTAGAAGTTGGATGATTCAAAGTTTGGGAAAGAATAAGCCTGTTACCAAGCAAAAAAAACCTGAACGTCAAAAGAAGATAGTGCATCCAATATTTGCAGAATGTTCCGCATTGGTAACCAATCCTGATGATAAAATATGGAAAGAGTTATTTGATAATGCCTCAGGTGGAAAACTCCCACCTGGATACACATGCACTAATAAAGACAATATACTTAAATTAAAATATAATATGAACCGAAAGGGAAAAAGTACTAAGAAAGGTGATAAAGAAAAAGATAGAGTATTAGAAGTACCCACTTCCGGTATCGATGCCTTAGTATTATGTAAAAATTTCTTTAGGAAGTGGACCGGCATTATGACGGAAACGGAACGAAAGAAGTATGAACATGACATTATACAAGATCAAATAAGAAAAATGGAAAATATAACCTGGGCTCAAATCAAGAAAGATCGAATAAAGAAAAATAAATATATCGATGCATATGTTGATAAAGTCTGCGCAACCCATCACCTAAATGATGATATGAAAGAATCATTATCTACTGTCATAAACGCCGGTCTAAGTTCCGGTGCCATTAAAAATAAAGATGTAATAATGACAGATGGTGAGATATCTCATATTGATGGTATCGGTTACATCCAAGATGTAGGATTTAATTTATTAAAGGAAGTCAAAGCCAAGAAGTCAAAACCAAAAGTTACCCATGATAAAAATGCCTCTCTATATAAAGAAAAATGGGATGAATTTCTTAATATCATTATAAATGAATATAAAAATGTTGATCCAAAGTCGACAGCAAATGATAAAACAGGAAATGTTAGCACCGCAGATACTGAATTAGATACAGAACATTCAACTTCAGAAATTAATTAAAGAATATATGGTTGAAGAATTTCGATTTTTTGATAAATTACCACAAGAGTTGCAACTTCAAGTATTATCTAATTCCAAATTGGATGACATTATTAATTTATGTAAAACATCTAATTTCCATGAAAATATATGTTCGTCCAATATAATTATTTATAATTGTGTAAGTTATTATATAATCTATAATCTATTATATAATATATAATATATAATCTATAAACTATATAATCTATAAACTATTATATAATCTATAAACTATTATATAATCTATAATCTATTATATAATATATAATATATAATCTATAAACTATATAATCTATAAACTATTATATAATCTATAAACTATAAGTTATTATATAATCTATAATCTATAAGTTATTATATAATCTATAAACTATATAATCTATAAACTATTATATAATCTATAATCTATAAGTTATTATATAATCTATAAACTATATAATCTATAAACTATTATATAATCTATAATCTATAAGTTATTATATAATCTATAATCTATAAGTTATTATATAATCTATAAACTATTATATAATCTATAAACTATTATATAATCTATAATCTATAAGTTATTATATAATCTATCATCAGTAAAATTATACAAATAAATAAGAGAATTTAGTTAATGGAGTAGCATACACGAAAAGAAATAATATATTTACTACCATCATATTAATACCATTATATAAGATTATTTTATAAAAGATAGATATAAAATTATTTATATGGGAGATAGTCATAAATTATTTTATAATAGATAGATATAAAATTATTTATATGGGAGATAGTCATAAATTATTTTATAATAGATATTCATAAATTATTTTATAATAGATATTCATAAATTATTTTTATTTAACTCTTCTTTATCTTATAGTTTATAAATATAAGATAAAAATGGTATAGATAGTAAGGTAGTAATCCTCTATAATTTTGATCTCATGGGGTGGTATACACACTAAAAACTCAAAGAGATACAAGAGGAATCATAAAAATTATAATATATAAATAACTACAATTTATTTTATGATAACATAAATCCATCAAATAAATTTGGATGACTCGAAGTTATAAAAATAATTTTAATAACTTAATATCTTATAAAATATTTTTATAACTTAATATCTTATAAAATATTTTTATAACTATCTCTTATAAAATATTTTTATAACTATCTCTTATAAAATATTTTTATAAATATCTCTTATAAAATATTTTTATAACTATCTCTTATAAAATATTTTTATAAATATCTCTTATAAAATATTTTTATAACTATCTCTTATAAAATATTTTTATAACTATCTCTTATAAAATATTTTTATAACTATCTCTTATAAAATATTTTTATAACTATCTCTTATAAAATATTTTTATAACTATCCATTCTAAAATATTTTTAGTGACTCTAAAATAATATGAATGTATAATTTTAAGATAAAAATGGCATAGATAGTAAGGTAGTAATTTTATATAATTTTGATTTCATGTGATGGTATACATGAAAGTTCTGAGTGGCTATTATATAATATAATAACTATAGACAATATAATAACTATGTAAAATTTTGTCTATATGAATAAATTATTTTAACAACTACCGTCGAGACTTTTATGTATACCATCACATGAAATCAAAATTATATAAAATTACTATCTTACTATCTATGCCATTTTTATCTTAAAATTATACATTCATATCATTTTAGAAGAGATAGTTATAAATAATTTTTAGAAGAGATAGTTATTAAAAATATTTTATAAGAGATAGTTATAAAATTATTTTTAAAAGAGATAGGTATAAAATTATTTTAAGAAGAGATAGTTATAAAATTATTTTTAAAAGAGATAGGTATAAAATTATTTTAAGAAGAGATAGTTATAAAATTAGTTTCAGATAACATGAAGTTATATATTATATAATAATTATTATATAATAATTTTGTGTGGTAACTAACTAATGCGATGTAAATTATTTAAGTTTAATCCAGATATTGACATAGAGAAAAAATCCATTAGATAATGATATGCCGTACATATTAATATTGTACTATTAATTCTAACACAAGAAAATACATCACCTTTTTGAGGAGTAACTAATCTATTTAATATCTTACCTAATGTATTTTCATCATCTCTCGTCAATGTATACAACATATTTCTTTCATTATCTATATTATACGGAGACAATTCTAATATTAAATTCTTATATATAACATCTAATGTATTACATAAATCCAATACCATAAATAATTGTTTGGATACCCTATCACTAATAACATCATCCGATATTTTAACTTTTGTTTCACTTTCTGTATGTGGATATGAACCAATTCCATCCCATCTTCGACAATACATCCCAGCATAAAATAATAATTGTAATATCTTAATGACAATCTCCTTATCACTATTACTTAAAGATTTTATAATATTTTTATTTTGTAAATTCTTATGTCCAAACCTTCTTAATAGATCTATTCCTTTACATACCTTATCTTTTAATAATATCAAATCCTGAGATATATCTTTAACACAATTATCAATTGAAAATTTAATAATATTTAATAATTGAGATAACTCTTCTTGAGTAAATTGCATACCTTTCCCACCAAATGGATTCTCTATATTTGGAATATCTCCATCAACCTTTATACAAGAAATAAGATCACTTATTGTGAGACAATGATATTTATCTATTAATCCATATCCAATCATATAAATAGTTCTATCTGTTATCTCATCTAAATCAACTATAGTTTGTTTATTGATACATCTTAATCTTTGTAATGGAAGAAAAAATCCATTCTTATTAAATATACTACAGTAATTGTTTATTTGTTCTAATTTATTACTATATGGAATATAAACATCCATAAATTCAATTAAATCTCTATCCGTATATCTTAATAATATTTTCCCCAATAGTTCATCATTATCCCGATATCGACATAAATATTCTATTGTATTATTATCATTTTTATATTCTCTATAGGCATGACGATAATATTTAATATTATTAAGTAGATATGTATATAGACATTTTCCTGGAGGTATGCAAATTCCCATTTCTCTCCTATGCTCTTCTATCTTTCCTTCATCTTTTATTGTAGATATAGAATATACAAATGATTCTAATTTGTTTATAATATTAGAGGATAGGTAATCATCCAGTGAATTGTTATATATAGCCAATAATAAATATCTATACTTTTTCTCAATATTGTTTATTATATTCCATTTCTTCACATATTCTTTTGGTAAAAATATCGTATTATATATAATACAAAACAATAAATATTGACTTCGATAACGTTTTAGATATAAAGTTTGATATCTATCACAATATTCTCTTAAACAACTAACATCAATAAAGAAGGAATTTTCATCTAGATGTTCTATATCCATAATATTTGTCTTATTATATCGTTTACATAATTCTGAGAAGGTAGAAATATAACTATTATGTATATTTAATTGGGTCTCATTATCTACAATTTTCTGTTTATATTTATTTATTAATATTAAGGTTATGAGATCATTAATATTTGTTTCTGTATCGATATTATCTAACTCTTGTAATGTCAAGGTTTTACTACATAAATAAAACAATTCATGTTTTTCTAAGCTTCCTAATGGCTTTCTTTCTATTTCATATATATAAGAATTATCTATCATATCATAATTGTAGAGGAAGGATGCAATACTATCATTATTTGTACAATCTCTTCCATATTGAGATCGAAAAAGGGAACCACGAAGCTTGTCAATCTCTAACAGAATATCTCTCGATAACCTGTTATATGTATTCATTATCTTTCTTTTAAGCTATTACATTCTTTTTGGTTATATTGTTTTCATTTTTTTATCAATATACAAAGACAATTATATAGCTTATAATAATTTATGAATATGTTATAATAATTGTTATAATTATAACAATTACTATGAGTCTATTGATAGACAATAGAGTTTTCTATTGTAACCATCCAATGTATTTGATATATTTAATATATTGAATATCAAATATGGTATTAACGTTATGGGTATAAAATAACATTAATTCTATTTTATCTCTCGCTTCGCTCTGCACGATTACTATCCCATCATTATTTTTATGTAATAATTATATAAATTATTAAATTTGGATATCATAATAACTATATTAAAAATTATTTTATATTAAAACATTATTCTTTTAAGCGATTAGAATTTTTGATCTTGGTGACATCTTATAATATATTATATAAAATATTTTTTATTCTATTATATATAATTGTGAAGTTGTTAGAATCAAAAATTTTAATCGCTTAAAAGAATAATCTCTTAATATAAGATAAATTTTAATATAGGTATTTTGTTATCTAAATTTAATAATTTAGATAATCATCTCATAGAAAATGATAAAGGATAGTACCATAACATAAAATTTATATTATTTTATATCCATAAAGTTAATACTATATTTCATATTTAATATATTAAGTATACTTAATAATATAATTGTTATCTAAATTATTAAATTTAGATAGCCCAATAACTATATCCAAAATTATCTTCTTTATTTTTATCATTCTTTTAAGAGAGTATAATTTTTAATCTTGATGACACCTTATGATAAATTATATAAAATATTTTTATTCTATTATATATAATTATAAAGTTAGGGAAGATTAAAATTTGTAATGGCTTATCTCGCTTACGCTATCTCGTCTACGACTCTGCAAGAGAAAGAGAGCATAATTGAAAACAAGAGTATAATTTGTAATATAGTTATTAGGATACCTAAATTTAATAATTTAGATAGTTATGGGATGGTAATCGTGCAGATCGAAGCGAGAGATGAAATAGAATTTATATTATTTTATATCTATTATATCTATTATAAGATATAATAAGTTAATATAATTATAAAAATTGAGATACTATGTCAGATATTAAAGATGGTCTATCAGAAAATTTAACCCTTCCTTCTGTTATACCAAATACCATATATATCTCCTGATCTGTTAGATACAATAAATCATCATATGTTATACATTTTCTATCATCATTAATATTATTTTTGCTTACAACTTTCCTTCCATCCTTTATATCCTGTATTAACATTATACGTGGTGAATTTATATCAAACAAGTGTGTATATTGGTGAACATTATCCATAAAATATTTATATGTAGATATTCCCATAGGTATCATCATTCCTATACTCTTCGCTATTTCTCCTATATTATGACTACCACAATCTGATAAATATATAGCATCTTCTATCTTATTATAATCCTCCAATGCCACTATCTCACTTATATTATACCTTCCATATACTTTATATAATGCATTTTTAGCCTCCATCTTTAATTCCTCTAACTCTTTATATCTACTAAATTCTTTGGGTGCAACTATATTACCACTACATATACTATACCAAAGTTCATGTGGTTTCATTATCTTCATCAATAATATTTTAACATCTCTATCATCAACTTTGATATCCTCCATCATTTCATATATAATTTGTAATAACTTCTTCCTATAATATTCTATATTGTATGTTCTTATTGGATCTAACATATTTAAATTATAATTAACATTATCATCCCTAACCAATAAATAATATAAATCATTCAATTCTATAGATAGTAAATCATATCCACAAACCGGATATTCCTTTCTCTTTTTATACATTTCATAGTTTTTCACCATCTCTCTTATAACATTTCCATTTACTAACTTCATCATCATATTATTCTTTATCATATTATCTTTTCCCTCTATTCTTCCTTCTATCATATTCCATTTTCTTTCCACATATTTATCTACCTTATTTGCTTTACAATATACATAGATCATTATATCTTCATCATTATTCATAAATTTCATAGGTAATAATCCATATTTTCCTCCATATATCATCCATCTTTCCATCTTTCCAATATCATATATACCATCCTTTATATCCTCTGATATATCTTCACATATTTCATTTATTATTCTTTCTACTTCTTCTTTTGCGTTATTTTTGTCCTTTATATTTCTTTCGAGTACACATTGTATTCTATTTACATATCCATCATTTATATATCCTCTTAATTGGTCTCTTATTATATTTGATAGAGGAATAGTTTCCTTGATATTTTGTTTATTTTTATCTACTATATTAATATCCAATTCCTTATCTTCAAATTGTATCTCTATTTGATATTTTTCTGGATGCAAGCTATGATTTTCATTTATTATTGATTGTTGTGGATTAGATAATTGAAAATTGGATTCTAAATTTAAAGGTTGTGTATTCAAAGGTTGTGGATTAGAAGATTGTAAACTAGAAGATTGTGGATTAGGAGATTGTAAATTAAAAGGTTGTGTATTAGGTGATTGTAAAGTTGTAGATTGTAAGGTAGAAGATTGTGGATTAGGAGATTGTAAATTAAAAGGTTGTGGGATAGGAGATTGTGAAGTAGAAGATTGTGGGGTAAAAGATTGTTGGATAGGAGATTGTGAAGTAGAAGATTGTGAAGGAGGAGATAGTGTGTTAGAGGACTGAGTATTAGTAGTATATGGTATATTAGAAAGAATAGTAGTAGATATGGTATTGGAGGATGGAGGAGTGGGGGAGGGATTGAGGGATGAAGTGGATGGTAAAGAGGAGGAGGAGAAGAGGGAATGGGGAGAAGGGGAAGAAGGACAGGAAGGAGGAGGAGAGGATGTGGGTGTACAAGGTAATGATGAAGTTGGTGAACCAGGATATGATGTATTAGAAGAATCTGATAAACCTCGCTTCTTTTTATCTATGCAAGAACGTACATAGGTTATTAATTTAGTTTTATTTTTACATATAGAATTAGGTGGATTGTAGCCTAATCGTTTGGCCAAATTACGTAAATAATCGATCGTATAACCGGATAAGACTTCAGGATCAATCTGAGATAATGTGTTAGTAATATCGGATGACGACATCTCCTTTTGATTCTTTATAAAAATGTTTTATTGATATTCTTTAACAATTTATAAATATAAAATGCAAAGCAAATGGTTTACGTATTTAACACATCAACATGACAAGCCAAAAAATGTTTCTCTTTTTGATAAGTATCCACCTAATACTTTATATGAGAGATTAGTAATATGGAAAGAAGGTGATGATGGAAAAAATTATACTGTCTTCCCTTCATATCTTGATTTTAGTCATTTTTATATGGACACTACTGACGATCAAAGACATTATAATGAAGTTATTTTAGGTATATATCCACAAAAGCTACGTTTTGATATTGATTTTGAATTGAAACCACATCAAAAAGTAGAAAATTATTTAGTTGATGGTATCCATCCCGTTATTTATGAACTTATTGATGAAACTATTAAAGAATTACCTATGATTTCCCCACAAGATTTCATTATCACTGAATCTATAGGTCCACAAAAAATATCATACCATCTCATCGTCAATAATTGGATGGTTCATAATTGTCGCCAAGCTAAAATTATTTGTCGTAAAATTATTAATACTATCACTAACAAGGAACATAATGATATTATTGATAAACAAATATATTCTAATAATAAGAACTTTCGTATATTGTTCTCTACTAGATGGAAGAAGAATCGTTTCAAGAAAATAGTTCGACGATGGTCCTACAAAGGAAATACTATCACTTATCAATATTCAGAAGAACCCAACAATGATTTACATAAATTAATTATGGATTTACAAGCAACACTTATTTCTGTTACAGAACATTGTGCACATCTTCCCCTCTATGAAGATCCTAACCAAAACAAATTATATGGAAATTTCCATATTGTTCATGAGTCCGAAGTGGATAAGTTAATATCCCATGCTAGAAAGTTTATGGAATCATTACCTGATATTACCTTCCCTTTCAAATTCCAAAAGGTTGTTACTAATAATATTTGTTTAGAGAGGTTGGGATCTTCTATGTGTCCAGTTTGTAATGTTATTCATGAAAAACAACATCCTTATCTATATACTATTTATAAATCTCCCACCAGATTTGATCTATATTTTAATTGTAGGAGAAATAGTGAGGATAAGTCATTGCTTATTGGAAATTATCAAAATGATGCTATGATATCACAAGTTGATGATTTCGTCTTCTCTATCATGAAAAACGATGGAATCTTACCCAATGAACCTTCCTTATTATCCTTAGTTAATACTCAAAGTAATGTCGTAGCACCGGCAACATCTGGGTTAGTTATTACTAATAAAGCTTCTCCTCGTCCTCCAATACCAGGATCCACAAATTTAACTCCATTAGAACGCAATAAATCTCTTATGTCCGCTAGTTACAAAAAGAAACGCCAATATATTGCCCCTACGTATGAAGGTATGCAACAAGCTTCCGAAAAGAGCAAAAAATTTCGCTATTCTCTATATTCTTTCAACTAATTATATATTATAATTATCTTATAGATTATATAATTATCTTATAGATTATATAATTATCTTATAGATTATATAATTATCTTATAGATTATATAATTATCTTATAGATTATATAATTATCTTATAGATTATATAATTATCTTATAGATTATATAATTATCTTATAGATTATATAATTATCTTATAGATTATATAATTATCTTATAGATTATAGATTATATAATTATCTTATAGATTATAATTTCTTGTAAGTTAGAATTGTAATATATATATTCATATGATAAGTTCTCATAACTTACAATTAACTATATAATATATATAATCTATATAATCTATAAACTTGCTATCATAGATAGCAAGGCGTGCACGGGATCTAAGCCCCGGCTATGCACTATTATATAATCTATAAAGTATTCTATAATATATAATCTATAAGTAATCTATTATATATTATATAATCTATAAAGTATTCTATAATATATAATCTATAAAGTATTCTATAATATATAATCTATAAAGTATTCTATAATATATAATCTATAAGTAATCTATTATATAATCTATAATCTATAAAGTATTATATAATCTATAATTAATTATATAATATATAAGTAATATATTATATAGCTTGCGATATGTAATGATTATTTATCATATATTATACACCAACCTTCCATTACTATAAATCGTACGTTTTTCTGTTTTACCTCGGGTATGATAACTTATTTGAATACATAATCCATTCAATACACTCTTCTCCCCATTATATATATAATGTTTTTCTTGTAATAATTTTCCATCCTTTCTAGTGATAATATATGGCCCTTCTAAATTACCATCTACATAATAACTTTCTATTTTGTTATCCATTATATCATACTCTATATGTTTCCCCTGTAATTTATCATTCACATATGTGCATTCAATCTTCTTTTTGTTACCATCATATCTAGTAAATGTACCATATAATACATCCTCACGATACCAACATTCAATCTTCTTTCTATTATTTATATTACCAAATAATGAAATATACTTTCCATATTTCTTTCCAGTTTTTCTATTAATATAATATTTTTCTATAGTAGAGCCATTTTCATTTTCTATGTATTCCAAAAAATAAGAAAATGCATGTATTTCCTGTTTTCCGTTATATTTACTAATATTATTAAATCGTTTCCCTAATATACTAAATGGTATATAAACTTGTAAATCATGGAAACAAATGTAATGATGTAAAATTTCATCTGGAATATCATATATATTCATCCTTACTAATCACTTTATATATTATTTATTTTTAAATGATCAATTTCTTCTCTCAGTCGCATAATTTCTTATAAAGAAGAAAGAATGTTAAATACCATTTTACTTGTTTTAAATATATTTGGAATCGTGTTATCTATTATTCTTAGTTATTTCTTCTTTGTTATACCATTGCAGAATTTAGCAAGCAGAACTATGACCTTTATAGATGAAACTAATATATTTGCTAACCAACTAGCTGCGGTTCCTTGTAATTTTGCCAATGAATTATTTAATATTCCAATACCTGGGTTGCAGTTCAAACAACAAGCATGCGAAACTTTCAGTGCCGTATGTTCTTATGATCCTAACGTTCCTTCCGGTGTTGCCGGAACTCCCGGAACTTGCACTTTTATTGGTATTCCCCCTATTACCATTTAATCTATCTCCTCTATTCATTTTCATATACGTAATAACATTACTAAATAATATCACTCCAATACAACCAATCATCTATCCTTCCTTATATTTTATCGATTAATTGTATCATTATATGTACTTAGTTATCATTGAAGATATATTTTTATAAAATATTTTATGTACTATGTCTTATTATGATGGTAATAGTAATTTAAATTTTATAAAAATAATTATGTTTATATTTTTGATATAATGATATCCATTAGTATTTAATTTCTTATAAAGAAGAAAGAATGTTAAATACTATTTTGCTCGTTCTTAATATATTTGGGATACTTTTATCGATTATTCTTAGTTATTTCTTCTTTGTTATACCATTGAGAAATTTAGCATCTAGAGCTTTGACATTTATAGATGAAACTAATGTATTTGCTAATCAAATAGCTGCCGTTCCTTGTAATTTCGCTAATGAATTAAATAATCCAGTATTTTTCCCTCAGAAGAAGATAGCATGCGAAACCTTTAGTGCAGTATGCTCCTATAACCCTAATGTGATGTCAGGAGTCAATCCAACTCCAGGTATTTGTATATTCACTGGTATTCCCAATATAACCATATAACAATTTCATAAGTAATATATTATACACAATTATAAAATAATATATAATTATAATATTATATATTATTATAACTTTATATAAGATTATACACAATTATAAAATAATATATAATTATAAAATTATACACAATTATAAAATAATATATAATTATAAGATTATATATTATTATAACTTTATATAAGACTATATATAATTATAAGATGTAAGATGATATAAGATTATATAATCTTATAATATAATATGATAAACTTGTGAGATGTAAAGATATTATTATGCATTTGGATAAGTTTCCGTGCAAGTATTATTGCTATCATTCCATACACAAAATCCTGTTGAATTACATATCACCTTTTTAGATGCTAAACCACCGGCGAATGTTCCCTGTTGAACTTCACCAATTATAGCACAGGAACCTCCTGCTAAATCGTCACGAAATACTTCTGCTTCATCTATAATTTCCGTTAGACGATTGGTTGCTCTACTTAATGGAATAAAGACAAAGAATATAGTCAATGTTAAACTGAGAAATATACCTAAAGTGGTAACTATAAGGATTATGTCATCTGCGTCCACCATTTTATAGAAACTATATAAATTAATTATCTCCAATAAAATAACATGTATTACTAGATCCATTCCATCTACAGAATCCAAATGCATTACATATTGACTCCTTTGATGCATTACCATTTTGAAACAATATTGTACTAGCCTGATTTACCGTCTCACATAACCCTCCCTCTATATCATCTCGAAATTCTTCTGCGCTATCTGCAATTTCCTGGGCCCTACTAGCAGTTTGATTAACCGGCACTAATACGAAAAATATAGTTAAGAACAGGGATATAAATACACTAAATGCCGTTATCAATAATACAACTGTCGATGTTTGTACCATTCTTTTCTATTCCCCTCTTTTTTGGTTATCATCTTTTTTGGTTATCATCTTTTTTAATTCTTCTATTTAATTTAAGCCACGGGAACAACTCTACCTGCAGGACGTATTAGATTAGGGTCTGACGGGGGATCAGGTGGTGTATATGGTGCGAATATAAATGTATTGTTATAGTAACTATATACCAGTAAAATAATGCCAATTATTATTATTATGGTTACAATAATGACATATAAAAATAAACCATCGACCATTTTTTATAATAAGTAAAAAATGGAACAAGGGAAATCGAAAAGTCCCAATTTTGTATTTATTTTTAATACTATGCCTAAATCCACATCTTCTATCCCATCTGATTCATTATCAAAAGGGTCCACTGTTCAACCAAAAGTTACCAAGCGTCGTAACATTACCAGACGTTAGTCTTCTCACTTCACTTCTTCCGTTCCCTCTGTTCTCTCTACTTCCTCTTCTATCTCATCTTCCTCCTCATTATCCTCTTCTGCTGTAATTCCATACGTTGCCAGTATATACATACTTATAGCAGAAATATATCCTAATAACTCCTCCTCAAAGACATTACCACCAATATTCTTTGTGCTTCCCATTAATTTCATAACTAAATTTAGACAATCTCCATCATCTTTATTTTCAGATAAACTATTCTTTAATTTATGTAATATAGATTCCAAGCTGGATGGTGGATTTAAAATTAATGCATTTTGTATTAGTTTTAGACATTCCACATCGTTAGGAACATCCTCCAATAAACTTTTATATAATGGTTCTCTAATCTCCTTAAATTTTTCTTGTATTAACTTCAAACATCTTATATCTCTATTATTCGCCAGATGAAGAAAATTTTCTATATTATCTTCACCAACTAACTTTAAAAATGGATTAATATCTTTAGATTCTGTCATTTCCCTATTTTTATTATATAAATTATAATCAATTAGATCGATGTCAAGAAAAAGAAAAAATATCTATGTATATTATCTTTTTCTATATTATAAAAAGATAATTATGTCTTTGGAAATTGAAAATAGATGCAGTGGTCGAGATAACTTATCCAACCAAAACTTTATACGATTTTGGGAAGAACGTGGGTTAACTTGCGAGAATAACTATAGAAATATTTTATTCGATCTACCCAACAATACCGCAAATCCCAATAACGTTGGTCGCATACAAGGCGATCTCCTTGACTTCTATAATCGCTATCGTCAAGCCGGTTATGATATTGTTCCTCCTGGTAGCCCCGGTTATAATTCTTCAATCCAAAATCGTATATTAAGTATATGTCAAAATCTTCCTACTGCATGTGATACCTTTCTAAATAATTATTGTGCGAATAAGACTAGACAAACTGTTTCCTCAGATCGTACATTTCTAGGATTTTGTGGATGTTTTGTACCAACTTTAGATTTAGCACTTATAGGTTCCCCAGAATGTGATCCTTTATGTATTCAATCGGATATAAAACGAGGAGATCCAACGACGGTTAAGTATATTACCTGTAATAATAATAATTTATGTATAATAAGTAGAATTTCTATTACGGCGGCACAAGAAGTTTTAAATTCCAGTCAAGTTACATTTAGTCAAGTATGTCCAACCTGTTCATCTCAAGGTAGTTGTGCTTGTGTCTTTTCTGATGTCAATGTTCAAGGATTACGAGATATAGGAATTAATAATAGAGGATTATTAAATCAAAATTGTACGAGATCAGTATGTTATAGATCATTACCAAATGGAGTATTGGATCAAGTATCGTGTGATGCATATTTATTTGAGCCGGAGCAAAATACGGATACTCCTCCGGAAACCCCTACGGAAACTCCAACTAATATATATTGGATAGTAGGAATTGGAATATTTATTATTATAATATTGATAGTAATTTTATTTTTTATTTTGTAACTGCATAAATAATTTTAGGAGAATATAAAATTCAAGGTGATGAATCCCATATATAATAAAATTGATGAAATATGGAAGAACAGGACCGACATACCATCTATAAAATTAGCTCGTGTACCAACTGGTGAAATTTTGGCCGTTATTGATGATAATTTTGCAATACTTAAATTAATGAGTAAAACTGGAAATATATATGTAACTAGAAAGTGTAAATGTCAGATGATTCCATCAGAAGATGGAGCATTGCTTTATTTAGTACCCACGGTCTCCAAGTTACAAAAACCTTGTAATATATGGTGTGAAGAGGAAAAGTTTGTTTATGATAATATTATATCTATGCTTCCTTAATCTTCTATTATATATATTTTCATACATCTCATATTATAATTTTTGTAACAAAAGAATTCTCTCTCTTTTAAAAATGCGTTTTCTTCAAAGCTTATGGTTTTGGATAGGTTTATTTATTGTCTTAGTTTTAATAGCTTTATTAATATCTTATTTCTATACTAATACGAAATGTGAAATTAGACCAAATGTACCCGATGCAAATGCTCCTGCAGTTGCTCCATCTCCCAATCCCATCCTTTGTGAAATGAAAAAGGATGAAAATAAAGTTACCTCCTGTAATGCTAGCCCAACTCATAGTCCTAAAAGCAGATCAAACAGTCCTAAATCTATAGTGGTTAGAACAAATAGAAGTACAGCAACCGTAACTTCAACCGCTAATAAATAATTATAATTATAATTATATTATATTATATAAATTTATATTTATATAACTACTTTCTACATATCTTATAATTATCTTATATCATTATTATATAACTACTTTCTATATAATGAAATTAATAGACATATTATATTTATATATAAATATAACTTCTTATATTTACTTTCACTCAAGTATACCACCTCATTACATACAAATCATATATATATTACTACATAGTATTAATACCATTTTAATCTTCTGTTATCCTTTATAACTATTTTATATTATAAAATATATATGTTTAATATTATATGATAGGGTTTATAACTATCTATTATAGATTACGAATAAAATGATCTTAAATATATTTAAGATCATAAATAAATATGGACCTACCTACAGATACATTAAACCATATTATATCATATATACCATTAGATAATACCATCGATATAATAAAATTCGTTACTTCTAATAAGGCATTATATAATAAATGTACAACCATTTCTTATATTCCTTATCTTCAAAACCATAAAAATCTCAAAGATATATATAAGCATATAATATTAGAAGATAATGTTATGGCATTAACCTCATTATTATATAATAGGAATATTCCCAATAATATTTTATATAAAATATGTAAATATGGAAATATTAAATGTTTTACTAGTATATATCGTAGATACGGATGTACTATGGATAATTTATTATTGTATTACTCATGTACAAACCCCAATACTAACATTCTTCAGTATCTATTAGAAAATAACTATAAAGTTGACGACAATTGTTTATCTATATGTATATTCCATAAACTACATAAAAATTTGAATTTACTATTAACTAAGGAATTTAATAAAAATGCCAGACACACTTCCAAAAATGAAGTTATTCGATTTCAGCGAAATAGTGCCAGAAAGAGGGAAAAAATGAAGGGATTACCTCTCCTTCCTAAATGGTACAGGAAACGATGTAAGACCACCCCTGAAACCACCAATATTAATATGTTAACCTATGCTTGTCAAAAATCTAATGTGGACGTTGTACGTGCGTTAATAAATGGCGGATTTAATTTATATGAGGATAATCATTCGGCAGTTTTTCATTGTAAAAATGCCAATATCCTACAATTTATATTACAATATTATAATAAGGATAATATAAATGAAATTAATTGGAATTTATGTATTAATAATTATATTTGTAGAAGATCTGTTGGAATTATCAAACAAAATTATTTTGATGATAAACAATTCCAAATATTTAAGGTATTATATGATTTCTTAATGTATTGGGAATATGAAAATATAAATTGGACAGAGGCTTGCAAAAATGTTGAAAATATTCAAATTATATCGCATATCGCACAACATAATCTTATATATGATAAGAGTTATTTAAATGAATGGTTTCTCTTTGTATTGAAGTCTGGTAATATACATTTAGGTGAGAAGTTATTGAAAATTGGAGCAGATATAGGATGTATTGTTGATAGGGACCCAACATATTGTATGCAGGGCACATATGCAGCACAATGTCCGCATATTGCATATGTATTGAATAACACTAATGTTATGGAATTCTTATTCAAATCTGGTTTGGGGAAAATTATTAATAATGATCATATAATTGATATATGGTGGTATATGTTAACTATTAGAGGTAAGTCTAATATTGATGATATGATATTTACATGTAATAAATATATCCCCATAAATTATGATATAAGAAAATGTATTTATAATAAAATACGAAATAAGAATAATTATCAACTTGATATACAACAGAGGGATGACATGAAATCATATAATGACAGAATTAAATTACTAGACTAATATCTATGTTATAATTAACATACATAGATTTTAATAATTATCTTATAGATTATATAATTATCTTTAATAGTGCTAACGCCTTTCCACCTTAAGGTGGAAAGTTATATAATTGTCTTTATAGATTATATAATTGTCTTTATAGATTATATAATTGTCTTTATAGATTATATAATTATCTTATAGATTATATAATTATCTTTGTGGTTATATAATTATCTTTATAGTTATATAATTAATTATAGATTATCTTTATAGTTATATAATTATCTTATAGATTATCTTTATAGATTATATAATTATATAATTGTCTTTATAGATTATATAATTATTCTGTATTATATTAATTCCTTATGATCGTGATAACATGCTTTGTAAAATGATATAAGTAGTTAAAGAAAGAGAAATATGGTATTGATATTGTGTAGTAAATATTATGTATAATGTCTTCCATGTGTACCATCTCATGAAACTTTTACACAAAATATTATTTAAATTATTAAATCCAGATGTCGTATTAACTATACCAAAATTATACTTTAAGTTTTAATTTAATTTGTTAAGTTATACAGAATTTTATGAGGTAGCATACATGGAATACATTATATATAATATTTGCTACATAATGTCAATACCATATTTCTCTTTCTTTAACTACTTATATAATCTGTAAAGATAATTATATAATCTATAAAGATAATTATATAATCTATAATGTATAATCTATAATCTATAATCTATAATACAATTATATAATCTATAATCTATAATACAATTATATAACATATAATCTATAATACAATTATATAATCTGTAAAGATAATTCTATAATCTATAAAGATAATTATATAATCTATAATGTATAATCTATAATCTATAAACTATAATCTATAAACTATAAACTATAATCTATAATCTATAATCTATAATCTATAATACAATTATATAATCTATAATCTATAATACAATTATATAATCTATAATCTATAATACAATTATATAATCTATAATCTATAATACAATTATATAACCTATAATCTATAATACAATTATATAATGTATAAGATAAATTATATAGAATAAGATTAAAGATAAATTATAATTAATATGATAATTATAATTATGTATAATATATGTTATATATTTAGATAATAAATTCTTCTGGTATAACCTCTTTTTGTGTCGGTAATGCCCTAGATAACAAGTTATTATAATTGTCAACTTGAGGATTTGGTAATAATGATGGTAAGGATGGAGTTTGCAATTGTTGTACTGGCAATGATAACTCAGGATTTGCAATGTTTGGATTTGGTGAAGGTAATATAGTTGATGGTCCCTCAATGTTAACCTTAGCCAATGGTTGCGGTGAAACAATGTTTGTATTAAATTGTATAACTGGCTCATTATTAGATGTCGATGTAGAATCGGCAATGAGTACCTGTGCTTGCTTAGTTTGCTCTGGGCCTGGTGGTTCTATAGGCATAGTAGATATAATTCGCGTCTCCAAATTATCTAAATTCTTCTTGTTCTTATAATATTGTTCTAACTTACCTCTATCTTCTACTAAATTAACTATACCTGTACCAAGTTGAGGACGACTACCAGTAAATATAGCCGTTGATGTTGCCTTAGTAGATTCATATGATCCCATAGATGTTTCCTTAATGATAACACTTCCTGCTTGTTCAATACTAGCCAATGATAAAACTCCCTTCTCACCTTTACCAGCACCAGCAAAGTTCACACCATACACCAACCCATAATGTGTCATATGATCAGCAATTAATGTTACATGTCTAGGATCAATAGTACTTCCATCAGCTGTTAAAATTTCATATGCATCTCTTGCCAATACATTTTTAGCTGCATCAATACCAAAATATGCCCACATTTCATGGAAATTATTTGTATAAGTATAAGTTGGATCAACTAATGGATGAGAGAGCACATCCTTCATATTAATACCTAAGGTTTCAAGATACACATAGTTGCCTCTATCTGATGGATGATTCCTAATTTTCTTATATGAATCTATTAAACTAAGAATATAGTCTTTGGGGGTCACACCTGCATCATTAACATCTATAACAAAGGATGTAAAATCTTCTCCACTATTTTCATCAACATTTAACCCCATAGTTACCATTAAGTCCTTCACTCTTCTTCTCTCTTTGAAATCGGTAATGACTTTAAACTTTTTGTCGGTTTCTAATACTCTTTCCTCTGATTTTATAAAATTTAATGTTGCTCTAATATCTTCCTCCCGTTGATTTCGGAAGATATCTTTCATTTTTCTATCATCAGATATCACCCTATTAACATAATCATTTGGATTTTCATTAGTTGGAAATATCATAAATAAGGTGTTCTCCGTGCTTGGAATATCAGGATTATATTTGGCACCAATGGATGTTAAGAAACTTACTAATTTGGTTACGGGAACTCCCAACTTCATGATACGATGTTTAGCAATTTGAATTGTCCAGGCGCGACGTCTATCCTCCGGTAGATCTTGTAATTCTGTAGCATTATAGGTAGAATAATAATCTTGAACGATGCTCCATAAGGGAGTTTGCACGGGATATATCTTTTGTATGCCGGCGATACCAGTTACATTCCAATTTTTCAAACTTGGAAAGACGATGGTCTGAAGGAAAATCTCAGGAGATTTTTCAGCTCCCACTAATCCTTTTTCTATCATAGATGCTGATGTCATTGCTTCATCAGGATATATATCAACAATAGCATATCGTCTTGCACTGGCAAGCTTACCTCTTACTTCTCCTTGTTCTAATAAAACACCATAAGTTGGACTTACAACACAAAGCACGCGTGGTGGTGCTTCCTTCTCAATTGAATATGCAATATCTTCGGTGGTTATCTTATGACTATATAATTTATTTAGATCAATATATAATCGCATAATGTATTGAGAATTGGGGATGGATTTTCCACTTACGCGTCTATAAACTGCTTCATAAGGATATCTTTTTATATCTTCAGTTCTAAATATGGCATGATCTATTATAAGATTGGCTACACTCATACCTTCAATTAAATGTCTAATTTTAAAGACATCCTCTACTGTCATATTCTTATTCTTAAAATGTACAAACATACTTTGAGCTTTACGAGTTGCCACCGCATCAAATACCTCTTTAATTGCATCAATACCACTTAAGGAGTTTTCACGAGCACCTGCTTTATGGAAAACGTTTAAACTTGCTTGAGTTACACTAGCACTTGCCGCCGTCGCAGCCAAAAGACCCGCAGTAGTACCAGGATCTAATATTGCCTTTTCATGTGCTGCTTTAATGGTTAAAGCAACTCTCTTTATTTTGCGGACACTGGCGACAGAATCATCAGGTACGGATATATTTCTTAATTGTTGTCGGTAAGTTTCCTTTAGTGATTCTCCATTAATGATTCTCACATTAGGATCGGGATGATTTATTTCCACTCCCTTCAATATATACTCTATTTCATTTTTAAGTAATTTTCTTAGTTTGAGCTGAGACATTTTATCTACCCTGTCTTTTTTATCCTCTATACAAACTTCTTTTCTTTTTTTTCTATTTCAATTTTTTTCATCTCCATCATTAGTTTTTTTAAATATTTATACCATATTATATCATATCTATTATTCATTCGATATATGATCGAATAACTGTAGTTTGATATACTCATATCGATCGTTATATAAAAGGAGGGCAAATAAACAATGAAAGTAAAGAATGGGAGAAATGGGTAGATAATGTGGGACAAAGGATAAAAAAAGAGAAAGTTGGGGAGGATGAGAGGAGGGAAATGTGTGGAGGATTTTTTTTGGAGAGTAAAAAATGACGAGTCCATCAAAAAATAATTCTCAAGTTTCTGTATTTATATCCACAGACAACGAAAATAAAGTTGAAGTTAAGAACTTAACCAATCTCTTCAATGATAACATATTCACCGATATAATATATGTAGAGAAGAAACCCCCATCTGGTTCTCTTCTTCATATTGCTCCCTATCGTTTATTAATATCATTGAAAAATGCCGATGTAGAATTACCCAATAAATATATATTGTATATATTAGATACCTCAGTGACTATTAGTACCTCCGATTATATCACCGACGCTATCTCCAAAGCCATCCAATTAAATGAAAATGGAAATAGATGGGATATAGTATATCTCAATAAATGGAATGAAAATTGTGATAAAATAAGAGAAATTACTCATGTATCAGACGGTCTAGGAGTTTTCACTTCCAGTTATTCTCCCAAAGGTTTACAAGCAGTTCTAATATCTCCCGATGGTAGAGATAGATTATTAGGAAAGCGTTCCATGGAAAATGGAAGAACATTCCACGCAGATTACAATAATATTGAAGATAAACTAGTTAAAGCTATAGAAGATAAAAATATTGTCAGTGTCAACATCCAACCTAATCTATTCGAATATGATATACGATATGCAACTTCCGCCGATGATTATGTTAAAACTCACGAATGTTTAGAGAAGTCCTCTTATGACGAGCATAATGTCAGCAAATCCATTTCCGCTGCATCATCCGGTTATTCTACCCCTAAATCTTCAAGATCCGTACGATCTGTGGTAAATACTTCATCTCATGCTATGTCTCCCAAACATTCCTCTAAAAATATAGACAATAATCTTTGGTATGATCATGACAGAACTCCACATAATAATGTTAATATTGTTACACAGCATAAGGATGATGGTGAACGTCGACTTAGAAAATATAAACATGAAGATACTAATAATGGTAGTTGGATTGTATTGGTAGCATTCTTTATAATAGTAATTCTATTTATCTTGTGGGTTGCACAAAAATAAATTTTTTATTGGGAAGATGATATAATAAATAGAAAGATGACGCCTGTCTATAAAACCTTTACCGTTTGTAGTTTTATTGGAGTTTGGTTAATTATAATTATGAATATTGCATTTATATATTACCCACTCTCTATAATGAAAGAAAAAATTTTATATACTGCCAATGATATCCAGACTATAGTATTATTAGTGGAAAATGTAACCAATCAAGCAGAAACTACCGCATGTTCATTAGCGAATATATTACCATGGATGACAACCTCAATATGTACATCAATACCATTTTGTTATTTAAATTCGACATCACATTGTATGGCAAATTTAACATTTCCAATGTATCCAATCTCCCATAATCGCATAATGTATTGAGAATTGGAATAAGTTATAAGTTGATCTCACAATCTATGATTGTGAGTTGCGAAGATTATATAATTATAATTTATAGTTAATATAAATTTATAAAAGTTAGAAATTTATAAAGTATTATAATTTATAAGAGATAGAAATTTATAAGTTACAGAAATTTATAAGTTATTATAATTTATAAGTTATAGAAATTTATAAGTTACAGAAAATTATAAGTTATACAAATTTATAAGAGATAGAAATTTATAAGTTATAGAAATTTATAAGTTATTATAAATTATAAGAGATAGAAATTTATAACAGTTATAAATTTATAGTTGATAGAAAATTATAAGTTATACAAATTTATAAGTTATAGAAAATTATAAGTTATAGAAAATTATAGTTAATATAAATTTATAAAGTATAATAATTTCTATAAATGATAAATAGTAAAATATAAATGGTATAGATAGTAAGCATTCATATTTATATAAATTATATTCAATGGGATGGTATACATGAATAATTTTTGTTTAATGAATTTCTCAAATTATTCAAATATAAATTTACAATTTTTTATCTATGTATACCATCCCATTGAATATAATTTATATAAATATGAATGCTTACTATCTATACCATTTATATTTTATTATTTATCATTTATAGAAATTATTATAACTTGTAAATTCCTGTCTCTTATAAATTTGTATATCTTATAAATTTGTATATCCTATAAATTATAATAACTTATAAATTTGTATATCTTATAAATTATAATAACTTATAAATTTTTATCTCTTATAATTTTCTATCTCTTACAAATTTGTATAACTTATAATTTTCTATCAACTATAAATTTCTAATAACTTATAAATTTGTATAAGTTAGAATTTTCTATAACTTATAATTTTCTATTAACTATAATTTTCTATCTCTTATAATTTTCTATTAACTATAATTTTCTATCTCTTATAATTTTCTATAACTTATAAATTATAATAACTTATAAATTTTTATCTCTTATAATTTTCTATCTCTTACAAATTTGCATAACTTATAAATTATAATAACTTATAAATTTTTATCTCTTATAATTTTCTATCCCTTATAATTTCTACCAACTATAATTTTCTATCTCTTATAAATTTCTGTCTCTTCTTATAAATTATAATAATTTATCCTAGATATAATATTACAATAGTATTTTGATATAATTAATAATAAATTCGTGTATACCAACACACAAATAAAATTATATTAGATCGCCAGGATATTAAAAATCTAAGTCGGAATCATCATCGGATTCATTGGAGTGAACGTCATCGCGTTCCGTTAATTCTACGACTTTCCTTAATGCTTCTTTGGGATTAAACCTTCTATAGGCGGTTGGTCGTACCTCGTGGAAATTCTCCTTGATTAAATTACTAATATCATTCATCCAAGATAAGGGACAAGGTTGATTATATAATGGTTTTAATTCTAACTCGACGCATAAATCATCAGCAACACATTCAACAAACTTAAGATAATCATCCTTTAATTCATAATCAGGATCCGTTTCTTCAAATAATGCATCGACGAACTCTTTTTCTATTTCAACCGCCTCCCTAATAATCTCATATACCTTTTCAATATCTACTAGACAACTTCCACCTCGATATGCATACTTAGTGAATAAATATGCTCCATAATTTCTATGAAGAGTTTCATCTTGGGATATTAATAAATTGGATTGCACTAAGCCTTGCAACTTTCCACTTGGTCTATGCGACAATATCTCCGCAAAACTTGTCATAAACATAATTCCTTCTGCACAACAAAATGCTATTAATCTATATCTAAAATCTAGATCACTTAATTCATATCGTCTCATCCATTCGGCCTTCTTTTTGATGCTTGGTACATGATATAAGGAATTTCTAACTTCTTCAAGTTCTTTGTCGTCGGGGAAATAGACAGCGGAACTAATTTCATAAGTTTCTGCATGGATATCTTCCATAAATTCTTGACATATTAAGAATGATTTATCTTGTTTATCATATAATTCCATCTTGAATCTAGTTCCTAAATTTTCTCCAACTAGATCATCCGCATTACTAAAGAATGAAAGTACTAATTTAATACGACGTTGTTTATGTTTTGGTAATTCATAAAATTCTTCTCTGTCTTCATTAAAATCGATCTCATGAGCGAACCATACAGTTGCTTGTTGTTTTAATCTAAATTCTGCTGCTTTACTATCTCGAATTGGATATAATGAATTTCTAACTGGGGGTACATATTCTGGATCTTTTAAATTAAATTCTCCTTGTCTATTGAATAATTCCTTTATTAATTTTGATGTTGTCAATTCTTGTGCCATATTATCTATTTATTTCTTCTTATCTTTCTTTTAAAAGGTCTTTTTTATTTTTAAAACATTTAGTCCTTACTACATTTCATATTTACCATTAATTCAATTGAATTATATAGTACATTATATCATATAATCTAATCAATTTAATTATATAATATATTATATATAATATACTATACTTCAATTCATATTTTCTTTTATAAGATTTACGTTATAATATTTATATATTTACAATATATATAGATATTATTAGATAATATGTTTGATTAAGTATAACTTTATAGAAGATTATAGATTCGTGTATTATAATTTTATAACTTTATAATTCTATATCTTTATAATTTCTTATAACTTTATAATTCTATAACTTTATAATCTCTTATAACTTTATAATTTCTTATAACTTTATAATTCTATAACTTTATAATCTCTTATAACTTTATAATCTCTTATAACTTTATAATCTCTTATAACTTTATAATCTCTTATAACTTTATAATCTCTTATAACTTTATAATCTCTTATAACTTTATAATTCTATAACTTTATAATCTCTTATAATTCTATAACTTTATAATCTCTTATAACTTTATAATTCTATAACTTTATAATCTCTTATAACTTTATAATTCTATAACTTTATAATCTCTTATAACTTTATAATTCTATAACTTTATAATCTCTTATAACTTTATAATTCTATAAAGTTATAATCTCTCATAACTCTATAATTTCTTATAACTTTATAATTCTATAACTTTATAATCTCTATAACTTTATAATTATAAGAGATTACAAAGTGATATAATAGATTTACAAGAGAAATAAATGATACTATTAGTATGGTTATAAATTAGTGTAATTTATAATCTATGTATACCTATGCATGATTAATTATATAGTATTTTATACTTATAGAGAATTAATTATGAATATTAATATCTATATCAAAAATGTTCTTCTTTATTTCAAGATATTCTTTTAAGGAAAAATAAATATATGAATTTTATTTTTCCAAATTTACTAAGTATACATAATAAAAAATTTTTTGTAAACTATATATAATAGAATTTCATTGATAACATATTTTTATTTTTCCTTAAAAGAATACCTTGAAATAAAGAAGGGCATTTTTGATATAGATATTAATATTTATAATTACTTATTCACAATTATGAAATGTTGAAGAATTAGTCATGCATAGGTATACGTAGATTATAAATTACATTAATTTATAACCATAATCTTGGTATCGTTTGTTTCTCTTGTAAATCTATTATATAACTTTATAATTATAATTTCTTATAATTTCTTATAATTATAAAGTTATAGAATTATAATTATAAGATATTATAATTATAAGAGATTATAAAGTTATATAAAGTTATATAAAATTATAATTACAAAGTTATACAATTATAAAGTTATATAAAGTTATACAATTACAAAGTTATACAATTATAAAGTTATAGAATTATAATTATAAGAGATTATAATTATAAGAAGATTATAAAGTTATAAGAAGATTATAATTATAAGAGATTATAATTATAAGAAGATTATAAAGTTATAAGAAGATTATAATTATAAGAGATTATAATTATAAGAAGATTATAAAGTTATAAGAAGATTATAATTATAAGAGATTATAAAGTTATAAGAAGATTATAATTATAAAGTTATAGAGTTATATAAAGTTATAGAATTATAAAGTTATAGAATTATAGAATTATAAAGTTATAGAATTATAGAATTATAAAGTTATACAATTATAGAATTATAAAGTTATACAATTATAGAATTGTATAAGATCAAGTTATAGAAGATTATAATTATAAGAAATTATAAAGGATTATGCCATGGCGGAATATTGTTTCATTACTAAATCTCCATTAATATGATTCATATTCCAATTACAATAAATATTTAAAATTCTAAGTGCGACATCACCTTCAACCTTAATATTCTTACGATCTGCAATTTCATAACATGTATCCCTATATATATCATATTGTAATGCATAGGCAATAATATCAATCTCCACGCCACCAGCCAATGCAAGAAGACTATTCTTATCCTCCTGGGTAAAATTACTTAAATTAATTCCCAACATCGTCTGGAAACTATTCACATAATTCGTATTAAAATATTTAATCGCTATATACATACATACATTAAAAGCTATATTAGCCTCATAGTAATTAAGATAATATCCACAATTTTGTGTCGTATATTTATATGTTGGTTGTCCTTTAGATTTGTATTCTAGATATCTATCATAAATATCCAATGCTTGGAATAAAATACGATGACTATACCATCCAGAAAAATAATGTCGAGATCCATGGAACCATTTTGCCTTCTCCATACCCCAATATCTCTCTAAACTTATATAACAATATGTCTCTTTTAATTTGAAAGCTTCCACTGGCCAATTCGTCCTAACATTATTTATACATTCTGAATATATAGCATTTTGCGAGAAGAATGGATGATTGAGTAATTGTGTTGCTGTCCATCTCTTATCAGGTTGGACAACCAACATATGCGATAATAAATCTACAAATTGCTCGTAATTACCCGGAGAAGAATTAAAGTAATTTAGTTTCTCCACATTATTAATTCTTAATATATCATTATAATTTGCATATTTTGGTCTAATAGGCTTATTCAAATGAGTGCATTGTTTTACATAAGCAAAATCATCTTGTGATATGATGGAACCGAGGGTATCTAAGATAGATTCAATGATACATTGGCCTTCTTCGGAGCCAACGGTTATCAACGGACTACATCTAATCAACTCTGCTATGGTTATGGCCAAACTCCAAATATCGGAACTCTTGGTACATTGCTGTCCTAAGCAAATTTCTGGAGCTCTATACCATCGTGTTATTACTCGTGGACTCGAAGGAGCTTGATTACACATTGGCTTCGATAATCCTAAATCACATATTTTAACCATGACGTCATTCTTTCCATCTTGCCCCTTCTTCTTAAAAAATAATATATTATTAGGTCCAATATCTCTATGCACTATGCCTTTAGAATGCATATATTCTAACCCTAAAAGAAGCTGCATCATTATCATTTTCATTTGCCCATAATCAAATATGGGACTCTTGCTATAATAATCTTTTAAATTTCCATCACCTAACTCCATTAAGAAATGTATTTTATCATCTTTAAGTGGACATTTATTTTCGTCCTTGATAGGGGACATAGGATGATCTACAAAAACATTACCATGACAAACATTTTCCAATTTTGCAATGTACGGATGCGACTTCATTTTATTATGTAAGTCTAACTCTCTAATCGACCCCCAAAATGATACATCTTCATCTATTTTATTTCTTTTATATGCATACTTATTACCGTTATGCTCGACTTCATATACGACACCATAACTTCCTTCACCTATAGTACGTAATCTCTTCATGTTTTGAATTCCGTCTGCAAGTTATCTTTTATAATATTAGTTTTTTTGATTTCGAAATTAATTTGTTCCTGTTTATAGGAACAATCTCTCACACTTTCTCTTATTTATAATCATTTTATTTCTTTAATCATTTTTTCCCCAATCTATTTTCTATGGAAGAAAAAATGCAACAAAACGTATATCCTATCGATGCTATTGTTTATGAAATTAGATCAGATGGATCAGCTTTATCCATAGCCGTATATGGTGAAGGTACTAAACTTTATAAAGATTACCTCACCCGCCAAGGTGCCACCTACAAAAATAATTTAACCATTAATGATAAACGTTCTTCTGGATGGATATTCACCCTCCCTCCAGGTCAACAAGGAGCCACTCGCCTTCAAGAAGTCATCTCCATTGCCCTTGGTATGAAAAATGGTATAACTCCCGCCAGTAATCCAGAACAATCTCGTTACATGAAAGTATCAGAAAATGATGATACTATTACTGTACCTGTACCTACAACCCCACGTTTTCAAGAACCAACTATTCCACCTCAATTACAATCCTTTACTAGTACTCAATTTGCATCTTTAGGAACTGGCAGTATTATATATGTTAATGTTCCTATCGTGAATAAGGGAGATAAGGTATTAATTACATTAACTCAAAATGGTTCATCATTTACCACTAACGTCCTCGATGTTGGAAGATCTGGAAAAACTGCCAGTACCGATGTCAATGATATTCTATTATTAGAAAATATACAGGGAGGACAACCATACACTGCGAAATTAATAAATGGTGAATTCCAAATATTAGGTGTCCCAGAGGTACATACTATCACTAAATCTTAATTAATATAATTACCACATATAATATTTATATTATATGTTATATCATCATCTTATTATATATAAATATATAATGATAATAATAGTAATATATCATCATCTTATTATATGTTATATATAATATTTATATTATATATAACATATAATAATAGTAGTCTAATATAACGACAATAGTAATATAATGATCTTATTATATATAAATATATAATGATAATAGTTGTCTAATATAATAATCATAAGATAATGATATAGTAATATATAATAATCTTATTATATTTGTAAAATGACAATGATAAGATAGTAATAATAGTAATAAGATAATAATTATAAGATAATGATAATAGTTATATATTATAATATTATAATATATGATATCTATATAAGTATTATATAGATATGAAATTAGGAGATATAAGAAACATAAATATAATAGGATATGGAAATAAGGAAAACTAACAAAACGAAAAGTAGGAGAATATCGAAAGTTTTGGGATTACGCATTTTATTTATCTATAATAAAAATGTCTTGCAGTTATAAATTCGGTAATCTTCTAGGACAAGGATCCTATGGGGTAGTCTATGACGTACAAGATTCCTCTGGAAATAATTATGCTATGAAAATAACCAAAGCCCTTGGGGATGTTCAGTTTATGGAGATGAATATCCTAAAATCATCAAATCATCCAAATGTCGCCCGAGCCAAATATTTAATTACTAACGGAACTTGCAAAACTCAACAAGGAATAGGATATGTATCAGATTTAGCATTAACAGATTTACATGGTTATTTATCACAACAAAATTATTCTGTAACATTTGATAATAGATTAAAAATAGCATGGGATATCACTGATGGTCTTCGCCATCTTCATGACAATAATTTTATTCATTTGGACCTTAAACCAGAAAATATATTAATTTATGGATCATATGAAAATCCAACCGCCGTTATTTCTGATTTTGGTTTATCCTCCCTATTAGAACAAGATAAAGATGATGCAGACTTTGGATCTGCAAGAATAACCGCACCTTACCGTCCTCCTGAAAATTTTTCCCATGAAAGTAGAGAATATTGGGAACAATTCACCTACGGAAAGTATTCTGACATATGGTCCCTTGGTTTGATCTATATACAATTATTTAGTGAATTTACTAGTGAGATAAAGGAATATATTATTATGAACAATGCAACACCTAGAGGTTACTATCCCGCCATATTCACCGAATTAGTAAGTAGAAGTAAACTATCTGATATTAACAAAATTCCTCTAAAAGATAGATCTGATATTGATTTTAGTAAAATTGAATCTACCTACTATAGGGAATTAGTTGATAAAATGAGCTATAAAGAATTAAATTCAGAATTATTGGAACAACCTGGGATTGATTATACTAAACTATCTAAATTATTGAAAAATTATAGAGATAGTGGATATGAGGATGTTGATGATATGAGAGATTATCTCGTGAAATTAATATTAAATAATAAGAAAAACATTGCAACACAGGATAAATGGAAATTATTACCTCGAACTTCATATGAGGAAATAGTAAGCAATTTTGTATTATCAGAATCTCCGAGCTATTATAATGAGATTATAGAATCTATGGATGAGGATGATTTGTTAGGATATATTAGAAATCAACCATTGGCATCCTCTGATGACCTCGATCGAATATTACTATTACCTCAAGAATCAAGGAAAGAGGAATTAGAAAGTTATTTATATCCAATAATGTTGTCTCAAACTTTAGAAGATTTATTATTATTGATTAGAGGAATGTTGATGGCAGATAAACATAAACGATTATCTATATTGGATGTGTTATCTCATAATTTCTTTGTAAATTTAGGATATAGTAACTCAATAAGTAATAATATATTAATACCGGAAAGATATTCTTTGAGGACAAAAGGAACAAAAGAGGAAAATAAAATAGTGGCACTTATCAAAGAATTTGCTTTGATCATTAAATATATTTCATCAAATATAGATATAAAACTTAGAACTTTCTTTGTTATAATGGATATATATTATAGAGCGTTTACCTATATATCTATAATAGATATGGAAGAGGCTAAAAATACAATTGTGTTGATTATGTTAGCGGCGATTTATATTGGATTAGGTATCATGGGACAACCATATATTATAGATGATATTGTGAATAGTGGAAATGATATAGTTAAAAATGTTGTTATTAATAAGAAGAATGTATCAATGATGGTGAAAAGATTATGCCAAGAGTTTGGGGGAATATTTTACAGAGAATATTTATGGGAAAGAGCAGATACTATGGATGATATTGAGGATATATTAAATAATATAATGTTTGATCCAATAACTTATATTGATGTAGATTTAGATGCATATTTTGGAAGAATAATCAAGAGTAATAGTAAGTCGCCGAAGAAAACTGATACATATCTTAATGATGTAAGGTATTTTAATGAGGATAAAAGTGAATGAAGATGGCAAAAGATAAGAAAGAGAAAAAAATAAAATGATAAAAAAAGATTAGGATATAAAAAAATGGGAGATATCAAGAGGAATATAAATTGGGAAGAAAATTCTGTTAGAGCAAATGATCTTATTAATCTTCTATGTAATAAGAAAAATGGATTATGGGATAATATGAAAGATGGCAAATTACAAGATATAAATTCTTATATATTATCAGATAGAAATTGTATGTATAATTTAGGAAAGGTTAATATTAATGTGGAAGAGTCAGATGTCGATTCTCTTGCTATAAAATCAAAATTAAGAAGAAAAAATAAGGAACATTCATGTATGGTATGTAAAACTTTACAAAATGGATTTCAAAAGGATAAAATTGAGATGGTGGGAGTTCCATTAAATGATAATGGTAAACTTTATGTTATTCAAGAGTCCAATCCCAATAATTTTTACATTGGTAGCGTAATTAATTCCATATTACCAGGACATAATATGGGTCACGTCGGAGGATTTCTATGCGGAAATTCTTTATATCATATTAGAGAATATTGTCAATATGATAATATTAAGAAATATATAGATGGACAAAACAGTCATTCGAGGAAAAATACGAATAGTAATATATTTGGGATTTTACCTGTGGAATTATCCAAAATCTTCAAATCCCTATCCAGATATAATTTTTGTTATAGATCAGATAAATTAGAAATAGGTAATATTGGGGGAAATATGAAAGTTAGATTATGTGATTTCTCCAATAGTTCAATCACTATTGACAATAATTCCTATGGCAAACATTCTAAATATGTAAAACATTCCTATATTATACCTAATTTACAAAATAATTTAAATAGATCATATAGTTTATATAATAATGAGGCGGATATGATGAACACAACTCAAGGATCTTACACCTATTTATTATTAACTTTATTTTCACATCCTACATCTCGTGACTTCCTTTTAAAGAATAATCGTCTTAAACAATTATGGGATGAAATATGGGCACCTAGTCAAATAAATTATATTAATGATATTATTAGTGAGGAGAATGGTATAAAAATTAATAAGCCGATATGGATAAGAGATGATATATTAGAATATATTTCGGAGTGGAAAATATAAAAATTTTATTTAATAAAGTAAAGTATGTACGGACAATCTAATAATTATATTTTATCCCAATCCCCCTTAAACCCCAATTTAATGTCTAACAATTATAATTTATCGCAATCGCTATCAGGTCAAAGTCCCCCTGTCAGTCCCAGAAGTTCTTTATCAAATCTATCATATGCACCAGTTAGTCCCAGAAGTTCTTTATCAAATCAACGTTTACGATCACCGAGGGCCTCCAGAGCTATGACAAATGATAGTTTGGTGACAACAAGTGGAACAGTCGAACCTAGTATGCGTCATAATTCTAGAGGGAAGCGATCTTCTATGAAACTAGAGGATGGTGGAAATTGTAAATTATTTTTAAATGTATATGAAGGGTCAAATGATGAGGAAAAATGTAGAATGGTTAGAGAATTTTTTGAAAGACCATATCGAGTGGATCGAACATTGGATATGGTAAAATTATTATCAACTAGGGATAATTTAAGCAAACTATATAACGTTATCTCTAGATTGGGATTAGATCCAGAATTACGAGCTGAAAGAGTGGTAGGGGATAGTAGTGTCGTAAATCCTTCCATTACAGTATTTGCTCCTATTAATGATGCCTTTATGAATATAATGGATGAGGATGTAACCTCGGATATAATAAAGAATCATATATTTGTTGGGGCATTAGATTCAAAGAATTTATTAAAAGCTGAAGGTGTTAACATAACGACATTAAGTGGTGTTAACATTAAAGTACAAAAGATTGATGATATGGTATATATTATAGGATCTGATGGAATGAGAAGCAGGGTTGTACAAGCTGACATCTTCGCTAGAAATGGTGTCTTACATATTATAGATAAAGTTATTTTCTAATAAAATTAATGTTAAATATACGATTATATAATTGTATATCTTCTCTCATCTTATATTATCTTATCTAATATAATTATATAATTGTGTATCTTATCTTATCTTATATAATTATATAATTGTATATCTTATCTTACATTATACTATCTTATACAATTATATAATTGTATATATATATTATCTTATCTTATCTTACATTATGTTATGTTATCTTATCTTACATTATATTATCATCATATCTTATTATATAATTGTATATCTTATACTATCTTATATTATCTTATAGTACATTATACAATTGCGCAATAAGATAACATATATTATCTTATATTAGATTTTATTATATAATACTATCTTACATTACGTTATCTTATATAATATTACATTATGTTATCTTACATTATCTCATATAATCATATTGGAAAGACAATAAATATGATAAGTATGAAATTTATGATTTAAAAATTATAACATATAACATAATAAATTAATCGTGTATTGTATATTTTATTAATTTTATGAGATAATAAATGCGAAATGTATTATCTTATAAATGAGAATATCAATTATATTAATGGAAAGAAAATATATCAGAAAATAAAATAAGGAAAGAATAAAAATATGAATTATGGAATATCGCCAATTTCGGGAGGTGCATTTCCAATACAATTAGGCATACATAATAAGATAAAAGGATATTTATGTGATACAAATATAGATTTAGGGACTAGTGGAGGCAATGTTTGTAATTATATTGGTTTAATAACAGATTATAGACTAAATAGTATGGAAAGAGTATTAAAGGATTTAAATTGTAAAATGTTTTGTCAACCATGGACTGACTATTCCAAAATAAATATTGCTATAGGATATTTTAGTAATTCGTTATATAAGTCAGGTACAGGCGCCAAAAAATTCTTCCGTAAATATATTGATAGAGAAATATTGGAAAGAAAAGAATTGTGGACCGGCGTTTACAATATAAGTAGAAAGAAATCTTGTTTCTATTCAAATTATACTTATGATCGTTCCAAAGTTAACTATAATCTATTCAATCCTGATATTTATATTTCTGATAGATTATCCTATCTAAACTTTAATCTAGATAACATATCAGAAGTATCTCTAGCTTCCGCTTCTATTCCAGGATATGTCCCACCTGTATATTTTGAAGGTGAATATCTAGTTGATGGAGGTGTCTTCTATTCCTCCCCTCTCTCCGTCTTTCCAGATCTCATTATTGATACTCATAATAAATATGGCCAGACTAATATGGTTTATGTTTCTAGTTATGATATGCAAAAGAATTGTAAACCGGTTATACATCAGAATTTAGTAGAAAATTTTAGATATGTAACTTATGAAATGTTACGTAGTTTAAATAATCAAGATAGAAACACAGGAATAAATATCGTCAAAACTATCTCTAGTAATCATACAATTCACAATTTAGAAATACCGGATTGTACAGAGAATACCCTATCTCATATTGGAAATATACAAAGAAAATGCAAATGTAGTTTTATAGAATTCTATCCTCGCAAAGAGTTAGAATTAGATATATCTAAATTTTGTCATGTAGATACCATGTCCGTTATCGATTCCATCAGACTTCACGGTATGGGATGCCGCATGTTCTGGTGTGAATCTTAATCCTAATTATATAGAATAGTTATAAATTATAAAATATAAGAAGAATATGGCATTGATATTATTATCTAAGTATATATTAAAATTTATGTTATAAAATTTAATATAGTTATTAAATTTGGAGGCATTACTAACTATATTAAATTTTATAAGATAAAATTTTATATTTCATTAATGGCATATAAAAAATTTTTAATAACTTCAGAAGTAGTAATGTATAATAAAAAATTTTTATTATATATAATAATTGTAAAGTAATATTAGTTGAATATTCTTAGTATACAATATAAAAATTACTATAGTTATCAATACCTCCAAATTTAATAACTATATTTAATTTTATATGAAAGGTGTCATGTATACCACCCTACGACATTATAATTATAAAAGAAGAATGTGATATCAATACCATATTCTTCTTTTATATAATTGTAATATATTATTTATAACATCATATTATTCATTAACAGAAAATATTTCATCGACATATGATTTTGTAATATCATCTTCAACAGATAAACTTCTTTGCAATCCCATAGTAAACATATTATAAATATTATTAATATATGGAATATATCTAACATCATAAAATTGTTCATATAAATCAGGTAAATTTACCTGGCTATAATTAAGAAATTCCCAAAATGCTGAATCCGATAAATACTTTCGACAATTTAATATTATATCCGTAAATACCCAATTACCAATAATTTGACGGTTTAATAATATAACATTATCTACCTCTTGTTTTTCTATATATTTATTCACAAAGTCATAATTTCTACAACCTATGGACATATAAAATACTGTAATAGAAACTGCAACATATTCAAATATATCATTATTTACATCAATATTTTTCCCAAATATTACATCCAATATATCTTGCACCTTAATTTTATTAATAGTCTTCCTTCTTTCTTTCATATCATAATCTAATACAATTTGTAAGTCATTTTTATTTAATGATAATTTATCATATGTGGCTACCTGTTTTTTCATATCTTTATCTAAGAAATATTCTTTCCAAGCATTATCTTGCAAATTCCATTCCTCTTTATACTTATTGTATAATATGATAGGATATTTACTATACAATAAATTAAGTATGTTATTATAATCTTTTATCTTTCTTCCTTCCTCTACATTACAATATAATAGATAATTTGCTCTCGATTGTATAAAATTTTCCATACTTAGCATCACCCGATTACCTAAGCGTGTATAAATATCATAATTATTTAATATATCATACATTGATACTTCCATATCTAATAATTTACTTATGTGCTTATATAATAATTCATTATTATATTCTATTGATAATTTTAATATATCTACATGGGTTTGGTGATTAGAACCAAAAATCTTAATATAATAATTGTATATATTAATACCATTTTCTCCTAATTTAAGCATGCGTTCTATAGTTTGTGTGTTATGGACAATAGTTGCCATATTATGATTTATTGGATATAATATTTTTAATATCTTAATAATTGTAGGAATATTATTTTTGTATAAATAAGGAAAATTTCCAATATAATTTTGTATTATAAAATGCTTAAATTCTTCAGTCTCAATTAATTCTTCTCGTAATTCATCCTTATTTACAAAAATAAAATATGGATTTGTATTAACATCAACTATTAATTTAAGTATATCTTCTAATGGTAGTTTATAAAATATTTTATATCCTAATAAAAATTTATTAATATAAATCTGTTTTGTTTCTGGATTATTACATAATGTTGATTGAAACCCTTTTCCTATATTATTACACAAATTTACCGCAGTTTTCCAATCCGCATTTTCCAATATTCTCCTATAAACATCATAATTTAAATCAGGAAGGTCCATATAGTTTACTTTATATAAGTTTTTATAATTATCAATATATGTATATTGATAATTATAATAAAATAAGAAAAATTGCATATTTAACAGTTAATCCAAGTATTGATATGTAAATTATAATATCTTATATAAGAAAATCTATTGCGATGATATCGTATTACCTTATAACTTTATTATCTTATAGAATTACATAATTCTATAACTTTATATTCTATTATTCTATTATTCTATTATTCTATTATAGAATTATATAATCCTATAACTTTATATTATCATATAACTTTGTACTCTATTATAACTTTACATTTTATTATATTTTATTATATTATCTTATAACTTTATATTATTCTATAAAAAGAATAAAATGGTATTAATAATACGGACTAAATTATTTACATTTTTCATTTCATGTATACCACCCATGAAACATTTACATGAATGATTCAAATTATAATATACTTTTTAATATAATATTCTACTACATGAATACTATTATATATTTTGTATGTTGTATTAAAATTTCATGGGATGGTATACATGAGATAAAAAATGTAAATAATTTAGTCCGTATTATTAATACCATTTTATCTCTTCATATACATAATATAAAATAAATTTCATTAATCTTTAGGTGAAGAGTTGAGTTATACAATTATATAAAGTTATAGGATAATGGAATTATATAAGATAAGATAATATAAAATTATAGGATAATGGAATTATATAAGATAAGATAATATAAAGTTATAAGATAATATAATATAAAGTATAATAGAATATAAAGTATAATAGAATATAAAGTTATACAATTATATAATTGTATAGTATAATATAAAGTTATAGGATTATATAATTGTATAATAGAATAATAGAATAATAGAATATAAAGTTATAGGATTATATAATTCTATAATATAATATAAAGTATAATAGAATATAAAGTTATACAATTATATAATTGTATAGTATAATACAAAGTATAATAGAATAATAGAATATAAAGTTATAGGATTATATAATTCTATAATATAATATAAAGTTATATAAAGTTATATAATTTTATAGTATAATACAAAGTATAATAGGATATAAAGTTATATAATTTTATAGTATAATATAAAGTATAATAGAATATAAAGTATAATAGGATATAAAGTTATATAATAATATAATTGTATAGTAGAATATAAAGTTATACAATTTAATTATATAATATATATAAGTCATAACATAATATAAATTTAACAATTATAATAATTGTTAAAACGATATAATCTGATTACATAGTAATGTTAACACCAGGAATTATAGAATTTGGTTGTTGAGGAACAGAACTGAAGCCAGGAATTGTTTGTTGAGGTGTAGGTTGAGATGTAGGTTGAGGAGCTGAAGTTACCCCAGGAATTGCACCAGGAGCACCTAATCCAGTCAACCCAGGAATTGCATTCATACCTAATCCACCAATTAATCCACCATTACTAGGTTGGGTTGGTGCAGATCCAAAGCCAGGAATTGCACCAACACTTAAACCTGCATTAGCTGCTGGTTGACCTACAACTCCTGATTCTGCAACATCAAGCTTCTCTGATTTTAATTGAGCAGCCCATTTTGCACTTAAAGGAAGTTCCTCACCATTAGGACCTTGTTCAGCATAATATTCAAGCTTATTATCTGCAGTTTTTCTAACATATAATTTTCTACCAGCATCGATAAATCTACTGGGATTGCCTAAATCAGGAACAAGCATAGACATGGACTTAGTAGGTGCTGCTACATGTGCAGGTTGTGGAGGATGCGAAACTACAGTACTAGGCATACCAGGTTGCACAGTTGTTGTAGTAGATTTTACTGGTAATCCTTTACGTTCACGTTGGGTGACGTGTGCACTGCAATAAGCATATCCACCAGTCTTTACATTATTGCCACATTGTTGTCCACCTCTTCCCACATTCTGACAAATCGGCTTATTAGGATCTGCTTGCTTCTTAGGCTTAGAAGCAGAGGCTGTGGCTTGCACTGCACCCAAATATGGTGGTTGTGCTAATGATGCAGGACCGTTATAGTTAGTTACCTGTAGTCCGAAGTCCGCAATTAATTCTTCTACAGTAGGTGGTTTGTTATTCTTTTGAACCCATTCAACAACTCTAGGAAATACTACTGTCTTCAATATGTCTCCAACTAACTTTTCTACGATTGAATTTGTGTTGGTTGTAGTATTAGTGTTCATCTCTGCTATTATCTCTTTTTTATCTTCCCCTTCTTTATCTTCTAAAATCTCAAATTGTTCTCACTCCATCTTTATCCTTTTCTATTTTCTTACTATATATAATACCGTTTTTACATTCCTTTATACATCATCTTTATTATACAAGATGTAAGGTATCTTTTTTTTAATATGAGAAGATTCCCTATATTTTCTCATCAGATCATCATTTTCATATTATTGCATGCTCATATTACAATAGTATAATAATTAAGTGATAGTTATTATATTATACTAATATGATACTACTATACCTTCATTATTAAATTTATCTATTTTCATGACATCCTACACACTCCACAATCTTTTAATTAATAAATATAATTATAATATGGTATTAATATCATGGGTATTATTTTGTATAAATTTAAAATGATGTGTACCACCTCATGACATATCTTTATATAATTTGTATTCAAATTATATAAATTTAATGGCATATTTACTATATTAAAATTGTCTTTATTATTTTACTTTATTCTTTTAAGAGAATTATAATTATATGCCTTGTATAACTTTATATAGTTTATAAAAAATTATTATATATAATTATTATTTTATTAAAACTAATAATTTGTATCCCTTAAAAGAATAAAGTAAAATAATAAAGACAATTTTAATATAGTAAATATGATATCAAATCTATATAATTTGTATTCAAATTATATAACGATTGGCATGAGGTGGTACACATCATTTTAAATTTATACTGTATTTACTACCTAGTATCAATATCATATTTTTATAATATAATTATATAATTACATTATAATTATATAATTGATAAGATGTAAATATATCAAGATTATAAGGAGACCCAAATATTATTATATTTAACAAGTTGTAAAGATTTACCACCTTTGCATACCTTGTTTAAGACCAACTTATTACATTTATCCTCAAAATATTCACCACTTGAGGTTTGAACATATATGTTATTCAATGAGGGACAACCAAGAGCGAATGGCTTAAGAATGAGATTAGTGCCGGTGGGAATGCATGTAGGTAAAACAATATATGTATCGGCAGCACTTGAATCGATTAATAGGATATAATCATCACATCTAACATTATATCGGAATGGTAGTTCTTCACAATAGGTGAAGCATTCATCCTTCTTGTCGAAACATCCGGCGGAGCAATAACTCTCCTTATATTTAGTGATACATTGACATTCACATTTCTTCTTTTCGGCAATCTTAGGAGGACATAAGGGAACTTTCTCCTTTCTTACTTCTTTACAAGATTTAATCTTGCGAACGTTACCTCTAAATCCGCCACTGACAGTGTGATTACCACAATAATCCACAACATCATAGGATACTTGAAGGCATTCATTAGATTCTGGAATGCAAATAGAGGGGGCAACAATTCCGCTAAAGTGTAATACGCCACCTTCAACAACTTCATATAATATTAAGTTTCTCAATCCACCAATAAAGGTTACATTAACATTATTAACATTAAGAGCGGCATTAACACCACTGACTAAGATTAAACTTCCAGGTAATAAAGATAGAGAGCCAGTGGAGGTAGATGATACAGTTAAACGAAGACCGTCGATGACACTAACGGGTAATAATGGACTGTTATTATTAAGAGCAAAGTAGATACTGGCGGTGGCAGATCCTGTATTATTAACGAAAGGAATAGAACCTAAGTTAAGGGATACATCGCTGTTTAATATATCCAATACAGAAGCAAAATTATAGAATAATTCTAAAACGGGAGTATAAGTAGTTAATGGTGGAGGTAATACATCAACTGTTGCTCTTACACTATCTAATATAATAATAGCTCCATTTTGTGCTTCAAAGAGACGATAGACATAATTATTGCAACCAGCAAGTTGACCGGAGAGAGTGGCATTGAGTACAGATTCAGCGATGGTGAGTCTGATACCAGGAGTGCTATGTAATATATTGTTTGTGAGATCGACTCTGCTTTGACTAATGGTAGTGTTAACTTGGAAAGTGATATTGGCGGCAGGAGCAAAAAGTACATTTTGGAGTACTAATTCTGAAGCTGGATTGGTCACGGAACTAGTTATTAATTGAGTTCCAATAAATTGGATTGAAGATTGGCCTTGAACTACTACTATTAAACCTTGGGTATCTATAGTAGCTGAAGTTTCGGTATAATTAGATAAGGGAATAATTGTGAGAGAGGAAAAGGCACCAGCAACAGCCGCACTTATAGCGGCGGCAATGGTGGGAAAAGGTAGGTTGATATCATTTAATGCTCCACCTACAGCTCCCGTTTGTATATATGCTAACGCTGACATTTTACTTTCAGATACTTTTTTATTTGCAAGATAATTCTACCCAATCGCCACATCTTCTCATCCCTTACTAATATCTCTTATCTCATTTTTCAATATGGAATTACCATCCTATTCTATTTATTTCATTTTTATATAAATACTCCTCCACTACTTATAATATTTTATTTTAAACTTAAAATAAAATAAATAAATAAATATATAAATTATTTTATTTTAAGTTTAAAATAAAATATACTAAATTATGATATCAATAAATATTAAGAATAAGTTGATAAAATAACGCGGACGAGTATGAAGAAAATAAGTAAATGAAGAACAAAACCAAAGGCAGTTGGACCATTACAATAGGTGCGGGGACCACATAAAGCTACACTGATACTATTGGTAATATAGTAAAGTGGAGGAGTGAATAAAATAACAGCGAGAAGTGATATGGACAATGCAAGAGTCCATAAATAACTACTACAAGGATTTGACGATCTGCAGCAATCCATCTTTTCCTAATATAGAAAATGTCGGAAACAAAATACAAATCTTGTAATTCTGAAATATTTGGAATAAGAAAGGTGGTAAAACGATGCTGTAATTATGATTTTATTAAACCCTTAATAATTCTGGTAATACTTATAGGTGTAATATTGTATATATTATCATGGATATTAGAGAAGGTAGGATGTGGGGGGATAATAGGAAGATGGAGTTGGTTAGTATTCTTGGTTATTTCTTTCGTAATAATTTTATACTTATGGAGTAAAATTGAAAATAAAATTGAGAATTATGATTGTGATGAACACATCAACACAAATATATCTAGCCTACCTTTAAAAGATGAGCTCCAACCCAGAACTCAACATCCACGATTATTTCGGTCCTCGAAATGGAAGAACTATCACTCCCGTTAGAGACGTCAATTATTCCCCAAGCTATTTATCCAATACTCTCAGTTATCGTCAAGCCGATCAAATTCGAGATACCTTCCTAGATAACTACTCCGGTCCTCTACCTCTTAATATCCTCATTCTAGGCGCTGGCATTGGTTCCTTATCTTTTAGCTTTTTAGATAGTAATAAGGTTGGGCAAGTTGTCAGCATCGAAAGTAAACCTAATCTTATTCCCTTATTACAAAGGAACTCTTTAGAATATGGTTATCCTACCTTCGATCCTAATAATCCTAATGCCTATCTTAAACATCTTGTATGGGCTACTAATCCAGGTGGTATGTCTAATGTTTTAGAACAAAACGCTGCCTCTCTTAATCTGTATTCCATGTTTCTTATTGCGGATCCTAATTCATCAAGTGTCGATGGCACCCTCATCCCCTTATGGATCAAAAATTTCGCTAAACGCGTTAATACTTTTGCTGTTTGGAGTGACACTCGTATTGTTATTCCCTCAACTATACCTATCACTGATTTAGATAGAGTTGACTATAATTTATTTAGTAAATATCATTTGACTCTATTATTCCCTAAGATTACCAGACCGGATGAAATTATTATCACCGATGACTGGACTAATAAATTAAAACTTACTTTAGAAAGTATATTACGTCGCATTCCTGGTATTCGAGAAGAAACTATTCCAAAATTTATTGTCCCAGACGCATTACAAATGTGGACTCCTGCCTTTGTTCATGAAACTTTTGACTTAAATAGAAATAATAATTATGAAGTATTGGAATTTCTCGGTGATCGTGTCATTGAAACTCAATTCAGTATTTATCTTATGAAACGATTCCCTTCTGCCGGCCCCTCCGAACTAACCGAAGTCAAAAGTAAATATATGTCCGAAGATTATCAACCTAGAATTTCAGATGAATTAGGTATCAGTTCTCTTATTAAAGTTAGAGGTACGAACGTCACTAATAAAATGAAAGAAGATGTCTTTGAATCTTTTGTTGGGGCTTTATATAAGGTAACAGAAACATATGTTGATACCTTTAAGGCTGGTAATGTTGTCTTTAATTTTATTAAGATGATATTTGATAACATTCCTATTGATGTTACATCAAGTAATGCTAAACCTAAGACCTTATTAAAAGAGATGATGGAGGCATTGGGTGTTGATTATGTAGAAGAAAGAACTAATTATGACAGGGCAGGTGCTGCATATTATCAAGTTGCCTTAACACCCGCAGCTATGGAATATTTTACTATGGAAGGTATTGAATTTGCCTCTCCTATTCTTGGTTCTAGTTCTAAGAGAACAAAGAATGAATCTTTAGATGATGCTTATATGCAAGCATTAGAGAAGATTAGAGCGGCAGGATTAACTCAAGAATGGTTAGATCATAAACGTTCAGATCGTAAGAATTTGGATGATGTAGATTTAGAACCATATATGAAAAACTTTAGGGATAGATTAGCCAGAGAAGGTTACGAATCTCACAAGATTGAAGTATCAAGACTTAGTTCAACCAATAATAGAAAAACATTAATTTTAGTTGGATATAAAACTAATAAACAAGGGTTAAAAGAATCCTATAATTTAATTGTTCGTAGTTCATCAAATTTGAAAGATGCCAAACAAATTTTAGTTAGAGATTATGCCAATGGATCTAATTAGATAGTGCTATCCCCTCGTCATTTCATATATTATACATAATACAATTTATTATAATTGTATTATACATCCTATAACAATCTATATAATTTATAACTTATAATCTCATTGTATATTCTATAATCTATAACTTATAGATTATAATCTATAATCTCATTATAATCTATATAATCTATAAACTATTATATAATCTATATAATCTATACAATCTATACAATCTATAATCTATAATTTATAATCTATAATTTATAATCTCATTATAATCTATATAATCTATAAACTATTATATAATCTATATAATCTATACAATCTATAATCTATAATTTATAATCTATAATTATATATATAAATGATAAATGGGGTGGTATACATACGAAGATAAAATATATAATTAGAGATATATTCTATAAAGGGGTAGCTATGAAATTGTCTTGTTCTTAATAAATCTTGTTATTTCTTTCCGTGTGTACACCACCCCATCGTATCATTTATATATATAATTATATCCCTATTATCCATATCTTTTTCTTCTATTTTATATTTATAAAGTAAATCTTAGAATATAGAATATACCAGAATTATATAATAATGGAGTATAGAATAAGATTATAAGTTATAAATTATAGACTAAGATTATAGAATAGGATTATAGATTATAACTTATAACGATCCCATACTCTACAAACTATGAATTGTCTTGGTTAGGGATTTATATAATGTATAATATGATTTTATAATTAATTAACATTATGTTAATTAATTATAAAATAAAATAATCGCTTAAAGAATTATTTTGTGTAATAAGAGATGAAACTATTTCCTTCTCTTTATAATATTAATCTAAAATATTAAAGTATTGATATGTTTAATATCGAAAAGTATTCTATTTAATAAAGTTAATTATTGGCAGTAGTTTTCATTATTTTATGAGATAAAATTTTAGAAATCTTATAATCAAGGCTAAGCAATGTGGATAATGAATATAAGGAATATGAGATGTGTAATAATGTTGTAATTAAAAATGGCGAAATGGTATCAATTATGGTTAAGTTGAAACTTGAAGACACAATGTGAGATCATAAAGTGGCAAGATGAGATTGTGGAGTGACAAGGTTAGATTCTGAAGTGACAAAATGGAATTATGATGGGACAAGGTGAAATCGTGAAGTCACAATGTTGGAACTTGAAATGACAAGATGAAATAATGAAGTAACAATGTTGAAACTTGAAGTGGCAAGATGAGATTGTGAATTGACTTGATGAGATTGTAAAGTAACGAGATGAGATTGTGAATTGACATGATGAGATTGTGAAGTGATATGATGAGATTGTGAAGTGACATGATGAGATTGTGAAGTGATATGATGAGATTGTGAAATCACAAAGCGACATGTTGAAATCGCAAAGCGACATGTTGAAATCACAAAGCGACATGTTGAAATCACAAAGCGACATGTTGAAATCATGAAGTGACATGATGAAATCACAAAGCGACATGTTGAAATCATGAAGTGACATGATGAGATTGTGAAGTGACATGATGAGATTGTGAAGTGACATGATGAGATTATGAAGTGACATGATGAGATTGTGAAGTGACATGATGAGATTGTGAAGTGACAATGTTGAAACTTGAAGTACAACAAACCTTACTACCCTATCATCCTAAACTGCGGATAATCTAATTAGTAATTAGATCACCAATAATCACTATACATATATTGCACATAAATATTGTTATTATATATACTATCAATTACATTTTCTCATATTCTCATATATTATATATTATATATAATATATAATATATAATATATTATATATAACTGTTATAAATATAATATATAAGATAAGGAAACAAGAATACAAATGTAATTTATATATTTAATTTATATGTATATAGATTAAATATATATATGTATTAGTAGTATCATAATATTGAAATGTTATGATATATAATAGTTTGTAGATTATATAGATTATATAATAGTTTATAAATTGTATAGATTGTATAGATTATAATAAGTTATATAGATTGTATAGATTATATAGATTATATAATAGTTTATAAATTGTATAGATTGTATAGATTATAATAAGTTATATAGATTGTATAGATTATAATAAGTTATATAGATTATAGATTATAGATTATATAGATTATAGATTATATAGATTATAGATTGTATAGATTATATAGATTATATAGATTGTATAGATTATAATAAGTTATATAGATTATAGATTGTATAGATTATATAGATTATATAGATTATAATAAGTTATAGATTATACATTATGGATTATATAATAATGATAGTACCTTGTTCTCCCAGATGTCTGGTACTATCGCCTTGTCTTCGTACCCGCCATTTATGATAGCAACTTTATGGATTATAACTATATTATATATAATATATATAAATATTTCTTTATTATGATATCATACTATCACATAAATTAAAATTTTATAATGTCGAGAATTAAATATTTTATAATATTTAATCTCATTATATAATATTCAATTATACATTAAATTATGAATCGTATTAAAATTGACGGATTTTATTAATTATGTAATTAATATGAAGTATAATATGATATTAATCTTATTATTATCAAGTTCATGCTAACCAATTATAAAATAAAATAATTGCTTAAAGAATTATTTTATTTTATAAGAGAGAAAACTATTTCCTTCTCTTTATAATATTAATCCAAAATATTAAAGTATTGATATATTTAATATCGAAAAGTATTCTATTCAACATAATTAATTATTATCAATAGAGTTCCATTATTTTATAAGATAAAACATGATGAGATTATAAATTGACAATGTTGAAATTCAAAATGATGATGTTGGAACTTGCTATAACATGATGAGATTATAAATTGACGAAATGAAATTGTCAAATCATGAAGTAACAATGTTGAAATTCAAAATGACAATATGGAATTGTGAAATGACAATGTTGGTGCTCGAGGTGAGATTGTGAAATGACAATGTGGAATTGTAAAATGATAATGTGGAATTGTAAAATGACAATGTGAGATTGTGAAATGATAATGTGGAATTGTAAAATGACAATGTGAGATTGTGAAATGATGAGATGAGATTGTGAAATGACAATGTGAGATTATGAAATGACAATATGGAATTATGAAATGACAATGTGAGATTGTGAAATGACAATGTGAGATTGTGAAATGACAATGTGAGATTGTGAAATGATGAGATGAGATTGTGAAATGACAATGTGAGATTGTGAAATGATGAGATGAGATTGTGAAATGACAATGTGAGATTGTGAAATGATGAGATGAGATTGTGAAATGACAATGTGGAATTATGAAATGACAATGTGAGATCGTGAAATGATGAGATGAGATTGTGAAATGATGAGATGAGATCGTGAAATGATGAGATGAGATTGTGAAATGATGAGATGAGATCGTGAAATGATGAGATGAGATTGTGAAATGACAATGTGAGATTGTGAAATGACAATGTGAGATTATGAAATGACAATGTGGAATTATGAAATGACAATGTGAGATCGTGAAATGATGAGATGAGATTGTGAAATGATGAGATGAGATTGTGAAATTACAATATTAAATATATAAAAATCATCATAGTATACACATATTAACTAATTATTAATATTATAATTAATAATTAACATATATATTTCGTACATAAATGACATTATATATATATATTATCAATTACATTTTCTCATATTATCATTTCTGTTTTCCTATTTTATATATTATATATAATAATAATAATAATTTATATATATATATAATATATAGGATAATGAAATAAGATAGAAACATACATTATTAATAAAATATTAATAATTAATTTATATATGTAGTATTAATATCATAATAAGATTATATAATATTATTATATGTGATATAATTTTTATATAACGATATATAAAAATTTATTTACTATAATAAATTAGTAATATAATTTTTATTACTTTATAAGATAATGGACATTAAATTCGTAACTTTATTAATATTTTATAATATAAATATTAATAAGATAAACAATATTTAGTATTGATACTCCTACTGTATATATTCAATATTTTTATTTTATGTATACCACCCATGACACTTTTGTTAGGATTATATATAAATATTTTATTTATAGAGTATAATAATAATATCAAGTAAGACAATGAATCAAAATTTCCGCATCAACTATTCTCTTGATAAAATTATAATATACATCAAAATAGTTACAATTATTGTGTGGTGTAATATATAAAATAATTATAATATAATCATATTATTATAAGTTTATAACTATAATAATATGATTATATATGGGCACACTTCCCCCTTTATATATTATAATACATAAATCTATAGAAAAATAGAACCCCTACGTAGTTATTATAACCTTGGGATGATCTCTATTTATCAATTAGAATTTATTAATTAGAATTTATTAATTAACTTATACAAAAATAGAACCCCTACGTAGTTATTATAACCTTGGGATGATCTCTATTTATCAATTAGAATTTATTAATTAACTTATACAAAAATAGAACCCCTACGTAGTTATTATAACCTTGGGATGATCTCTATTCGTCAAATAGAATTAATAAATGTGTGATATAACAAATAGAACCCCTACATAGTTATCATAACCTTGGGATGATCTCTATTCGTCAAATAGAATTAACAATCATATAATGCATGAATGAATATTATTACTATATTGTTTTATCTTTTCTTTTTCATATACTATCCAATCTTTTATAAAATCATATAACTTGATATATAATTTTTATAAACTATTATTATTATATTATAATTAATACAAATTATTCCCTCTTAGAATTAAGATAATAAAGATATAGGACATATAATAATTTATTATCAATGGGTGAATTATATATACATAATTATAAAATGCAAAGATATTAATTGATATTACATAAATTATAAATTATGTAATAAATACAATGGAGAGGAAAAAAAGAACATTAACATCAATCGATGATACATTACATAACATTAAAGTTATTATAACAATTCCCAATTTAGACAATTATAAACTACTAAAATTAGATAATAGATTTAATGATTTATGCGTGGTAAGTACATGATCTAATAATATAACTTTAATATCTAAGGTATCTAATATAACATTGAAAGAATTACAATCTTTATCTTTCATAAGTTCAATAAGCATACCATCATCCTTATATAATATAAAATAATTATTTATAAAGAACTTTATGATCCGGATACTTCTGTTTTAATTTATTAATATATCCTATAACGTCAAAACCTCTGTCTTTATTCATAATAGTTAATGTCTTATTATTCCTATCCTTCATATAATCTTCGGAAAACCATACCATACATTCCATATTATCCCCAAGTTTAATGGACATAGATATTTGACTTAATCCAACATCTGCTTTTGTTACTCTATCTAATGCAATTCTCTTACTTACTTCTTCATCCATTAAAATCTCATTCACCACAAATCTAAAACTTAAGTCATATTTTATATTTTTGTACTCTCCATATATTCTGATTCTATTTTCATCTCCTAATATTGTTATCCCTTCCCTCCCTAATTCTTCCATAATATTATTTATATTTTTATCATAAATATTCTTATTAGTCCATATTCTTATATCATAATCTGATATTTTTATATTTGTCCCATATAAACGATTATAATCAATATCACGAACAGCACCTCCAAACAATGCCATTGCCTTCATTTCATTTTTACCCAATATTCCAACAATGTCAAAAAACTGTTCTTCTAATTCCATATTTTATACTTACTCTATCTTATTCATAATATTTTATTTATAATCATTTTATTATATATATAAATATAAAAACATTTATATAATAACTCCTAATTAATTGATTTTTAATTAAAAGGATAATCCTCCATAATAAAGAGATAATAAAGAATGTCATCTAAATACTTGGAAAGTGTACCACATAGTGTATTTAACGTCTGTAATGTTGAGGTTGGAAAAGGTGGTGGATTCAAAATTCCAGTGCAGCAATTAATGAACAATAAATTAAGCGCATCAGAAAAACTAGATAGTTATTCCAATTCTGAGGTTAGTTTTGATTGTGAATATGTCGCTTCCAATTTACTTCCTGGGTTTACCTCTGTGGATTCTCGTGATGTCCATCCTTTAGTTCAGACAATTTATTCCCCTTCTTCTCTTGCGGAGCGCAAGCGAGATAGCCGAAGGCGAGAATGGAATAGTCATCAGGTGGTTATGTTGTCTCCCGATGATATTTGGTTGACCATCGCCGCTCGCTTGCGCTCTACAAGAGGGGTATTGGCGAACATGTTATTAAAAATGCCGAAGAATTAAGAAATATCTTTGTGGAGCATGAAGGACAAAAAGAATTGAAAGTTATGGTAGACAGCAATGTTCCTAACTTTTGGGAAACAGTGGTTAATAGTTTTAGTTCCAAAATTCAACAAAATACTAAAGGTGATGTTAGGGATGTCTTAGAATGTAATTTCTCGACTACTGGAATAGTGGAAAAGACAGCATCTCAAATTGTGCTTATGTATGCTATGAAAAAGTATTTTAAATATTCATCGTGTGCCGCGTGTGGTATTCCTAAGGTTATCCTCCCTCCTGCTAGCTTTGTACAAAGCTAGCAGCAGTGAAGCGCAAGCGAACGAACTGTTGAGGATTGGAAGAAAGTAAGAAGTAAGTTTGATAAGGTTGTTGAATATAAAATGGAATGGTGGCATAATGTTCTATCTATCATATTAGATGAATTTGTTAAGGCAGCAGAAGGAAATCGCTTCATTTTACATTAGTAAAATGTATAGGATAGAATTTTGGAAGAAAATTTGTCATTATGAATCTGGATCAGGATGGAGTAGATTCCCTATTTTTACGTTAACGTAAAAACACCGATCATGGATTTGCGCTTTCTTCCCATATACATCGAAAGTTAAGAGTATAGGACAAAATAAAAAGTGGACATTAGATGATTTTAACAAAGATACATTTAGTGCACAGCTTGAGGATTTTCTATTTTTACATACGTAAAATATAACGATCGTGGAATTTGTACTGTCCCCTTTACCTTAAATGGTTTAGATAAGACATTTGCTGCTGGATTTATTGGTAGTATGAGGGATGAGGAAGGTATTATTAGGCCATTAATGGCATGGAGTGTAATGGATGGTAATTATGAAAGTAAAAAGAAGAAGAAAGAGGAGGAGAGGAAGAGAAGAGAGAAGAAAGAAGAACTGGAGCGTAAAAATCGAAAAGATAAGATGATGAAGAAGTTTAGGGATCATAGAAAGAGGGAGAAGGATGAAGGTAAGCCAATGACAGATTGGATTAAATTATGTTATGATAATGACTTCTATGAAATTCTGGATGAAAGATTTCCAGAGAAGGACTTTGTTGACCATCCTGATGATTATAAAGTTGAACCCAAGAATTCGGATGAAAGTTCAGATGAATCAGACGAAGTAGATAATATTGAATATTCGGATTCATCTGATGAATCCGATGAAGTATAATATATAGTTATAGAATATATTATTGTCTTTATAATGCTAACTCCTTTCCACCATATGGTGGAAAGTTATATAGTTGTAAATTATCTTTATAGATTATAGATTATAGAATTATCTTATTATAGATTATATATTATATATTATAGAATTATCTTTATAGATTATAGATTATAGATTATAGAATTATTTTTATAGATTATAGATTATAGATTATACTTTATAGATTATAGAATTATAGATTATAGAATTATCTTTATAGATTATACTTTATAGATTATGGATTATAGAATTATCTTATTATATAATTGTAGATTATAGATAAAACGATATTAATACTATAGATATAAATTCGTATTATTTTAAATCTATGTATAGTAACCCACAAGGATTTTATGTTGGGTGTACTATAATATATTATAAATCATATCAATTTATAATATAACTTCTATATGAAAATTCCATTACATAATTTACATATCCCACGATTTTATTTTATGTGTACTACCCTATAGAATTAAAATAATACGAATTTATATCCATAGTATTAATATCGTTTTATCTATGATATATAGAATTCTATAAAGATAATTCTATAATCTATAACTATAATTCTATAATCTATAATTCTATAATCTATAACTATAATTCTATAATCTATAATTCTATAATCTATAACTATAATCTATAATTCATAATTTATAATCTATAACTATAATCTATAATTCATAATTTATAATCTATAATCTATAATTCTATAATCTATAATTCTATAATCTATAATTCTATAACTATATATCTATAATTTATAATTCTATAACTATATATCTATAATCTATAATCTATAATCTATAATCCATAATCTATAATCTATAAAGATAATTCTATAATCTATATTCTATAATCCATAATCCATAATCTATAATCTATAAAGACAATTCTATAATCTATATTCTATAACTATATATCTATAAAGATAATTCTATAAAAATAATTCTATATTCTATAATCTATAATTCTATAACTTTCCACCATATGGTGGAAAGACGTATGCAATATTACGATGGTTCTATAATCTATAATGATATGGGGATATTAAACAACTATATAATCCATCTCATTCCCAAATTTTTCTTGTAGAAACTCTGAAACCTCATCTGGAATCTGATCCTTTCCATTCTTAATTTGACATAATAGAGGATATATATCACAATAATTCACCTCCTGATTTCCTTCATTCTCATATTTTATTTCAATATAAGGTTGAAATGGTAAACTTTTAAATAAATTAGGATAAAATATGGATAGTATATCGGATACGTGGATATATAATGATTCCCAAGTAGTCTTTTCATATATCTCTACTAGACAGGAACGAAATGGTTCCTCCTTTAAAATTTTTGGATTTCGTAGGACAAAATCTATCACTAGATAATCTTCCACAACCTTATTATACATGTCATCATTATTAAATTCTGATAAGGTTGGCATAGGTAATATAGCTTTATATAAATCCATGTCATTATTTCTAAAGAAATATCCTGTATATAGTCTTTTATTCATATATATAAGATTAGGAGTGATGTTATGACCTGCAGCGTGATGATTATATAAGGTTTGCAAAATCTCTTCACGATGATTAAGATTTAGGTTATCGTTTGTTAATAATATACTATCAAGAAATAATTTTGTATAATATTCTTCCTCTTGCATTTTATTTTATCCATAAATTTATTTATTATCCAATATTTCTAATTTCTTGATCATCATACGAATAGTAACATCCGATGCATGCGAAACATTCGATATCAAATTAGGTGTAACCGTCTTAATTCCCGTAATCTTACAATAATAACCTATAATAGAACCAGCAACAATTTGTGGCGACGTTCTTTTCAATTGTGAATTATTATTACCATAAATTCTTTGTGCACACGCATTAATCGCATCCAATCTATCCGTTAAATGTAATAATCTACAATATCCTGCTATAAGATCCAATGGTGACTGCTGTAATGATGGCTTATCATAATATATTAAATATGAATCGGCTTTCTGTGCATCACCTTTATCTAATCCCATATCCTCTGCTAATTGATAATAATCAATTTCCGTATATCCTCTCTCCTTATATGCTAAATATAAACATAAGAATATTTGTCTTTTTCTTGGTTTTCCCTTGTGAACCTTATTTTCGTTTTCGCGAATCTTTAGGTGGATTGCGTCTGCCGTATACAAAACATCCTCTGGAATATTCTTTGTATATAATTTCGTAAGTTCCGGGATAATGGTTATGATTTTAGCTTTGGTATCAGAAAGGGGAGTAACATCCGATATATACATACTTATAAATTCTCCACATTTCGTACAAAATCCTTCAACATTTACATCTTCGTGCACACATGATTCAATATCCATTTAGTTATTTAAACACTTCTTTCATAATGGACAAAAATAGATTTCTAATTCTTTTTTGTCTAAATAAAATGTCGATAACCATTCGTCAAAGTGATATATCTGACGTACAAAAACAGGATATTATTAAACATTTATTTCTGGTCCCTAAAAGCTATAATCATATAAAGGGTGAATACGATTATGGAGAACCAATTACCTTGTATCAACCAGTTGGTGAAAAATTAGTTATTCCATTTGCATACGGTGGTGTAATAACTGGTGCATATTCTGGTAATGATAAATATCCTCGAAAATCCATGGCCGACTTCGAATACAAATTACAATTGTATCCTAAACAAATCAAAGTGGCAGAGGTAGCGTTAGATATATTAAATAAACATAGAACAGTTACCCTTAATTTATATACTGGTTTTGGTAAAACTCAAATGTTTATATATCTATCAACAATTTTGAAGAAGATGACGCTTATTTTAACACATCAAGATCATTTAGCCAAACAAATCTACAATTCCTTAAAAGACGTTGTACCTGAATCAAAAATATGGTATGTAGGAGAAGATAAGAAGCCACCAGAACATCCTGATTTTATACTTTGTATGGATGGTAGATTTGGATATATTCCAGATAATATAAGAATGAATATAGGGACATTAGTAGTGGATGAGGCCCATCTTATGTTTACCGGATCTAGGCTACCTATTTATCTTAGGGTATTCCCTAACTATATTATATTATGTACGGCTACGAAGGATAGAAAGGATATATTTGATGATGTTATGAAATTAATTGCGGGAGATAATGTGATAGAAGTAAAGAATCCAAAATCATATACAGTATATAAATATAATACAGGAATAAAGGTACCTATAATTAATAGAAAGATATATAATAGGGAGATGTTAGATTGGGATAAGACGGTAAAATGGTTGAAAGATCAAGATGCTCGTAATCAATTAATAATGAATAAAACTAAGGAGATGATAGACTTAGGTCATAAGGTAATAGTTGTAGCTCGACTTGTAGAACATGTAACGCATTTATTTAATATGGCGAAGGAAATAGGATTAAGATGTGATTGGTTGGCTAAAACAAAGAGGATATATTCTGATAGTCAGGTATTATTTGGTGGAATTAAGAAGATTGGAACTGGATTTGATGAGAAATCATTATGTGATGATTTTGATGGTATTCGTTCTGATGTTCTCATTATCTGTGACACCATTAAGAAGATGCCAACTTTTATACAGTTAATAGGTCGTGTTATGAGAGCTGATAATCCTATTATTATAGAAATAATAGATAATCATAATGTTATAACTAATCATTTTAAGGAGCATATGAAATATTATAAGCATAGTAATGCTGTGGTACATGTAATAGGAGAACCAGATCCTCCAGCCGGTCAAAGAGGTCGAAAGAAAGCAAAGAATAAAGATGAAGAGAAACAGGAACAAGATCAACAAAAATCTGTTGATGATCATGTATTGTCTATGTTAAATGCTCTTAAATCTTAATTTATACCTATCCTATACAATTATAATTATCTATACAATTATAATTTATTCCTATACAATTATAATTATCTATACAATTATAATTTATTCCTATACAATTATAATTTATTCCTATACAATTATAATTAGTATAAATTATTCCTATATATTATAATTAGTATAATTTATTCCTATATATTATAATTAGTATAAATTATTCCTATATATTATAATTAGTATAATTTATTGATATCATATTAACTATATGAAAATTTATCTTCTATATTTTCATTATTTCTTTAAGCGAATATATTTTTTTATATTTTGTAACTTAGTAATTGTATAATATAAAAAAATTTTTTATATTATATATTATATAACTTTATAAATTGGTATCTCACAATTTTATATTGCCTTAAAGAAATAATTTAATGTGATAATAAATTTTAATATCATATTAACTATATTAAAATTTATCTCCTATTATTTTATTATTTCTTTAAGTCAATATATATTTTTATATTTCGTAACTTAGTAATTGTATAATATAAAAAAAATTTATTATATATTATATAACTTTATAAATTGGTATCCCGCAATTTTATATTGGCTTAAAGAAATAATCAAAAATATAGAAGATAAATTTTAATATAGTTAATATATACTTTACTTATCTTTTATATTAACTATATTTAAAAATACCAAAACTTATATTTACATGAATTAAAAAAAACAGAAGGAATATCATACATATCATACGTCCATATTTATATATAATAGTATATCAATGAGGTGGTATACATCAATGCTTTTTATATAATTACTATAATTAGTATAAGATTTTGATATGTATTAACTATATCAAAATTTATCTTCTATATTTTTATTATTTCTTTAAGCGAATATAAAATTGTGAGATACCAATTTATAAAGTTATATAATATAAAAAATTTTTTATATTATACAATTACTAAGTTACAAAATATAAAAAAATATATTGGCTTAAAGAAATAATAAAATATAGATGATAAAATTTAATATAGTTAATATCATATTAAATTTTATCATCACATTAAATTATTTCTTTAAGCCAATATAAAATTGTGAGATACCAATTTATAAAGTTATATAATATAAAAAAATTTTTTAATATTATACAATTACTAAGTTATGAAATATAAAAAATATATTCGCTTAAAGAAATAATTTGATGTGATGATAAAATTTGATATCATATTAACTATATCAAATTTTATCTTTATATATATATAATTATCTAAGAAGTCACGGAAGAATAATTAAATAAGACAAAACAAAAATAAGTATAGATCTTATAATTTCTAATCAATATTAATTAGAAGTTAGTTATATATAAATTATCGATGTGGTACTCTACATAGAAAAGAATTTATGTATTATTTGATCATTGACATAAGTACCATATTTTCATAGTTGTTTATATTATTTATACAATTACAAAGATAAGATTAAAGATAATTATATAATATAAATATAATCTATAAAGATAAGATTAAAGATAATTATATAATCTATAAACATAAGATTAAAGATAATTATATAATCTATAAAGATAAGATTAAAGATAATTATATAATCTATAAAACAATTATATAATCTATAAAACAATTATATAATCTATAAATATGAGATTAGGGGATTACATTATATAATATTATATAATGTCTTAATAAAATTTAGAAAGTGTCAGTTCGATAACCACATGCACTTTTCACCGCATATCTTGCTTCACATGATCTATAATAAGAATAATCACCTTGAGATGCTACATAATTAGCTATATCCGTTCTTACGGAACTACTTGGAACATATCTAACAGGGGCAATCACCGACGCACAAACACTCGCCGCCAAACTACAACAATTCGTTCCACATGCTCCATTACTACCAGCTATTACTCCATTAACACAACTAACATAGCTAGCTATTAAATTATCTGTTTGCGTATAAGAAACACATTTATTTGCATATGCAGCAATAAGACAATTACAACCAAAACAAAGAGAGGCACCAAGGCATTGTGATGTACTGGAACAATAAGATCCTGGGTCAGCTAGACAAAATGCCGTAGCCCCTGGACTTCCAATGCAACGTGTACCCGCTGGACATGGACCATTCGGCATCACACAATATCCATAACTAGTACTATTGCAAGCGCATACTCCTCCCACGCAATATGATTGTCCTAAACATTGATTGTCTTCTGTACATGATCCTCCAACCGGCGTATGACAATTAAATACATTTCCCTCCTTATAACATTCCTGACTTCCATATTGACATTGCCTTACTTTTGACGCACATTTTCCCGGTGCAAATGATATTATCTTTTGACATTCTAAATTCGCCCCATATACATTACAATCCGCGTCCGTATCACACGATTGAAATCCTGGCACAACATATGGACATATATTATTACCTTTAATACCTACCACTACTACTAAAAATACAAATACTAAACTAAATCTAACCCTAACCATCTACCTTTTTTTCTCTTCTATTCTCTTTTATTATAGTCAATTAGTTGTCTCTAGTAAAATTCTTTATATAATCATATACCCGTATACATTCATCATATTTTTCTTGTTTTATCAAGTTATTATATATTATTCTTATTATATCATTTGATAAGATATTCTTAGGATTATTATTATTCATTATGTAATGTAAAAGATATTTATATGATCTTACATATGCATAACTTAATATATTATTAATATCATCTGTATTATATATTTTATATTTTAAATATATATGTATACGATGGGGTTCTGTGCACCTTATTATAATATCTCTTATATTTTTTCCAATATATGCTTCTATCTCCTGTCTATCCAAATATTTTAATAACCTATATATTAATACTTCATATAAATTATCATTAGGTAAACATTTTATGTAATATAGAATAAAATCTTTGTCTATTATGGATTCTAGCATATGATAATATAATGTTGAGTTACCCATTTCTCTTAATCTTTTATATAATTCTATATCTATCTTTTCCTCTTTAATATATATTTCCATACATTTTTCTATGATCTGTATTTTCTTATCATCATTTGGTATTAAGTTTAGTAATGGTATTCCATATGAATATGATAGTTTATTACCAAATATAAATGGAATATTATCTATATAACAATTTATATATTTATCTTTTATAAAAGATTGTATGGTATCGATATCTCCATAGGAAAATATTAAATGTTCATAATTAATGCAATTTATATCGTAGGTAATTATTAAATATTTTGCGATTTGTAAATTATTAGCCTTGCATCTGATATTTAATTTATTATTTTTACAATTATAATATATATCATTACCTTTGTATATATAATAATAATCTTTCATACATTCATGTATTAATGTTTTATAGTTCATTTCATAGGAAGCTTTCATAACATCACATATATTACAAAACTTTTTATATTTCTTATATAAGTTTATACATTCTTTTTGTCCATATACTTTATTTATTATAATATATGGAAATGATATACCAATACATTCTTCTAAATTTTCATTCTCTTCCACTTTATTTTTCATAAACTTTATTATATCAATATCGGGATTAAGTTGCATACATGATTTTATAAATAATCTACCTAATCCTGATTCTATTTTATAATTTATAATATCTTGTATTTGTGATCTTCTATTGATATAATTTTTATAAGATTTATCAAGTTCCATAATATCTCCATTTTTTATTATATCTCTAATAGATTTTTCTTTTGTATTATCATTCATATATTTGTTTGTTAAATTATATAAATGTTTAGATGTCCATTTCATGTATAATATCTCTCTTTGATTCAATATGTTATATACATTATATATTATATCATATATTATATTATCCATGTTTATCTTTAATAATATACAATTATTAAATTTATTGGAATATCATTTAATAATTAATATTTCATATATAGGTTACTAATATTTATTTTTTCTGATTCTCTCTTTTATTTTATGCTATGTGTACTACCTCATGGAATATAATTATTATAATTTGTAGGTATTAACGTTAATACCTAATAACTATAATAATTTGTAAGTATAAGATTATGTATAACTATAATAATTTATGACTATAAGATAATTTATAACTACAAAATTATTTGTAAGTATAAGATAATTTATAAGTATAAGATAATTTATAAGTATAAGATAATTTATAACTATAATAATTTATAAATATATAATAATTTATAAGTATAAGATAATTTATACCTATAAGATAATTTATGGCTATAAGATAATTTATAACTATGATATTAATATAAGATATAATATCTTATATTTGATATAGGATTATAAGTCATTTGATGAATTTTTTGGAATATATAAACCATATAAACTATAGGAGCTACAATCTAAATTATAATATGAAGTTGGTATTGGAGGTAATTCCTTCCATTTATTAATTATCCAATAGTCAGAATGTTTATAAGTATATGAATTTGTAGCTGATGACATATAATATGAAGCAGGGGATATGATTGAAGATGGAGGAGGAGATATAATTGAAGATGGAGGAGGGGATATGATTGAAGATGGGGAAGAGGAATTAGATGGTTTGGATGTAGTTAAGTCCGCTAAGTTGTGCCATAATTTTCCAAGCACGTTCATGAAGTTCTAGAATATCTCGTGTCTTTGGAATCTTAAAATCTTTCTTATTGCATTTGTGTCCTCGAGCTTCCAAATGTTTAAATAATCTAAATTGCACATTTAGACAAGATTTTCTATTTAAATGATCTTTAATGTCATTATAAATCTTTTGTGTTTGATCATAATCATTTAATATAACATCATGTAAATCACCTATAACAGGTAAATCCCATCCCCAATATTTATTACATATTAAATTACTACATTCATAATAATCAGAATATCCTGTTTCTCGTAATGCTTTATATAACATATCCTTGCTAGTACCATTCTTCTCTCCAATGCTATTTATCGGTAAATCATAATAGTATACACCTTTTTCAAATCCATTCTTTATGAAATAATCATCTAATTTATCATAAAGATCATCGGGTATTTTATCTGTCTGTTTTCCTTGATATGCTTTCAAGGCCTTTTCAAAGTTATCTCTATTATTATATCCATTTCTTGAAGATTTACTCTTGCCGGCCTTTTCGGAGGTAATTGGTAATTGACATTTGGAACATAATAATCTATTATCATATTCATCAATAGTAACGTCATTATTATCAGATCGGGGACAGACACACATGCGTTCACATCTATCATTAACTTCAACTAATATATAATCACTAGCTAAATCTAAATATCCTCTAATTAAATCTCGACGATAATCGCTGGAAGATGTTTCTATTTTTTCTATTTGTACTACCAATCCAAATTTTATTATTTTTCGAAGTGGACCTATTACAGCATATTTTTCTATGAAATCTTTTGCATCTGTAATATATGATTTTAATAAACCACCGGAGGATATATATTCGCGTTCTTGTTTTAGACCGGCAATTTTTTCCACACAAGAAAGTCTATTTATTTCTGTGGTTACATATTTTAATTCTTCTTCTTCTTCGGAGATCTTCTTATCTATCTCTTCTAAGAAAGTGTCCCTTCCAAAATAAAGTTTTTGTATAATCTTTATATGAATCTCCAATAAATTTATGTCTTCCTCATATCCATGGACTATAGATATAGGTAATTGTGTTGGTGGTACACTTATTGCTTCTGTATATAATTTTTCATAAATATTTCCATTATCTAAACCTAACCAACTTAACCCTACTTTCTTTACCCCACTTATATCTATATATTTTAGATCCTTATTTATTACGCGAGGAACTTTTACAAATCCATTATTATCATCCAGGCTACAATATGATGGTAAATTTGTATTATACCATACTATATCTGGACTTGTAACAATTTTATGTCTATTTACCCACGATTGTTTTTGTGATGGTATCATTTCCCCCATAAATTTTCCTTTATATTTCTAATCTTCATCCTCTTTAAGTTTTTCTCTTCCATCTTTTTTTCTCTTTCACTTTTTTCCTCTTCTTATTCTTCTTATCATTTTTACATACTACACTTACATTATTATTTCTATTTTTTATAAGATGTATTTTTAACATACTTTACCATATTATTTATTTAAATATCTTATTCTAATTATAATCTTGTCCTAATCTTACGCAATTATATTTTATTATCATTATATCCTATCATATCATAACTAAATACAATCTTATATTATATTTCATACAATTATATCTTATAATATACAATTATATAAATCCTATCTATATAATTATACTTACAGTTATATAATTATATAACTGTAAGTATAATATAATATTATACAAATATAAATATAAAGATAATCATGAATATCTTCTCATATAATTGTATAGATAAGATTATATAACTATATAGATAAATATAAATATCTTCTTATATAATTGTATAGATAAGATTATATAACTATATAGATAAATATACTCTTATCATATTATATAATTATAATTATATGATTGTAATATTATATAATTATAATTATATAATATGATAAGATATATTATAAATGTGGTTCGGTATTAAGTATATAATTTTTAATAGCGGGAATAATTAGATTATATACTTTATAGGGACCAAATCCGGTAACACATTGATTCATCCCTTCGAATGTTAACCATATTATACTAGAAACTTCCTCTTTTGATGGATCCGGTCTCCTATTTAAGGCATCTAAGTATTGGGATGAATAATATTCAGTAGTTTGTCCTTGAATCGGTAAAAATATAATAAACATATAGTTATCATAAACAACAACAGAATCGTTTGGTATTTGATCTATGGTAATATTTCCAAATACACCTAAGGATTCTTCAAAAAGTTCACGAAGAGCACCGATAATTCTATCTTCAATCCTTTTCAATCCACCTCCGAAATCTGATAGCTCATTATATAAAGTACTGACACCGAATCCATATACATCATTAACAATAGGTATGATACCCCCTCTCATGACACTAGATGGAGGAATAAATTTATCATATGTTGTTAGTCTTTGCTCTCCTCTATAATATTTCTTGGTACCCCATTGAACATATTGATCTGTAACTTGAAAGAAATTACTTGGTTTTTTGGTTACTACTGTGTTCTTACTATTATATAAATTAACAGTATTTTTTCTATTGGGAATTTGACCTCCTGGTTTATACATTGTCACTTTATCTTATCCTTTATTTTTTACTTTTTATTGAAAGAAATAATATTTAATAATAAATTTTGTATTCTTTGTATAACTTTTGATTTTATAGATATCAATGATGGATCACATCTATTTATTATATGATCTATATCAAATCCTAATTTAGTAATGCCAGCATGGACTGTCTCTTCCGTTAATTCTCCATATTTTCTCATATATAATAATTCTATTGTTTGTCTTACATGATCTATATTACCTCCAAACCATTCATTTAATATTTTCTTCGGCATATATTCTTGTACATAATCATTTTCATATATTACATTACAATATGGTAATATTATTACCTTTCCATCTCTTATTCTTATATCTGGATTTCTAATCTTTATACCAAATAATAAATATAATAGAATTCTCATCCTGTTAATAGAATTATTCCTAATACTTTTTAACATTGTCTCATCTTTTATTTCCCATATTCCCACATCTTTTATAATTAGATTTCCTTCAACTCTAACATTATGATATAAATTACCCCTAATTTTATTTATACTGTACATCGTTCCTATTTTCCCTAATTTAAAATGTGAACATACTTCATCTATTATACATAAGTATGATGGATTTTCTAAACTTCCTTTATATCCACATACCATTCCTTGTCCTTGTCGCAGGGTTATTACCGCATATTTATCTTTTTTATCATTTTTTCCTTCGACATGTTCTTCTATTGGTAATATATGTGGATTATTAATTTTATTTCCACACCATAATAACTTTACTTCCTCTCTTTCCACTTTTATATCTTTCATTCTTGGGCTTAATCCAAAGTATCCGACAACTCCTCCTATATTTGTCTGTATATTTTCTTTGTAATATCTTGGTGTATTTGGTAAACTTGTATGTCCTGGTTCATTATACATTTCTATTTACTTTCTCCTTTTTATTTATAGTAATTCAATTTGTTTAATCCTTTTTGTTTAATCATAATGTTATATGGTATCTGATTATATAATATATTATTATACAATTATAACGTACCTATTATTTTATACTATATAATCTAGAACATGATACTCTATATAATATAATCTATAACAACCTATTCTATATAATATAATTTATAACAACATACTCTACTATAATATAATCTACTATAATAATATCTTATATAATATAATCTACTATAATAATATCTTATATAATATAATCTATGACAACCTATTCTATATAATATTATATTATATTATATTATATAATATAATATAATATAATATAATATAATAGAAGGATTATATTATATTATATAATCTAATATAATCTAATATAATCTAATATAATCTAATATAATATAATAGAAGGATTATATTATATTATATAATCTAATATAATCTAATATAATCTAATATAATATAATCTAATATATAATAATATTATATAATATATACCAACATAATATAATATAATATAAGATATAATATAATCTATTATATAATAATATAATAGAATAGAAGGATTATATGATAAGGATATTATTCAATGACCCAACCAAGTGTGTTAATACCAGAGGCTTTAGCAACTGCCAAAGCAAGTTCTCCTTTGTTCTTGCTGGACATATTACCAATGTTTAAGCTCTTAGTCATTTGTAGAAGTTCTGGCTTTGTGAAACCTCCCTTAGTTCCCTTCTTTAATGATTCCTTTAATTTAGCAGCAAAAGCTTCATTATTACCACCAACCATGTTAAGTTGTTGACCAGTATTAGCAATACCTGCTTGTTGACTTGTAACAGGTTGCATCATAGGACCACCACTAGGATATGCACCCATATTAAATGAACCTTGGTTTAACATTGTGTTCATGTTTGGCATCATTCCAGCATTTCCTCTTCCAATCATCATCATCGATGGATTCGTGGGCTGCATAGGAACAGCTTGAGCACCCATAGCATTACCTCCCATCATTCCACCTATCATTTGTTGTGTGTTTGGCATATATCCCATCTGTTGTTGAGGATACATTTGTCCATATCCCATCTGTTGTTGAGGATACATTTGTTGTTGCACAGGAGCAGTTGTTCTATTGCTCTTGGGCGATGAAGCAGTCTTTTGAGATTTAGCACCCTTTCTTGGACGTCCACTTGTAGTAGTCTTAGCAGCACCTCTTCCACTTCTAGGTGTCTTTGCTGGAACAGCTTGTTGTGGCTGTTGGGCAGCTGTAGATAGCAATCCAGTACTTTGTTGAGTTAATAATCCAGTACCTTGTTGAGTTAATAATCCAGTACCTTGTTGAGTTAATAATCCAGTACCTTGTTGAGTTAATAATCCAGCACCCTGCAATTGAGCACGAGGAGATTGAGCACGAGGTTGTTGAGTCAACAAACCAGCACCTTGTTGAGTTAATAATCCAGTGCCTTGTTGATTCAATAAACCAGTACCTTGTTGATTGAATAAACCAGCACCCTGTAATTGAGCGCGAGGGGATTGAGCACGAGGGGATTGAGCACGAGGAGATTGAGCACGAGGTTGTTGGGTTAATAAAGTACCTTGATTCACTAAACCGCCTTGTTGAGGTAATAGACTACCTTGTTGAGGTAATAGACTACCTTGTTGAGGTAATAGACTACCTTGCTGACCGGATAAGAGAGTGCTGCTTTGTAATTGAGAACGAGGAGATTGAGCGCGAGGTGGTAATAGACTACCTTGTTGACCGGATAAGAGAGTGCTGCTTTGTAATTGAGAACGAGGAGAACGAGGTTGTTGAGATAATAAAGTACCTTGCTGACCGGATAGGAGAGCAGAACGAGGAGATTGAGCACGAGGAGATTGAGCACGAGGAGATTGGACGCGAGGTTGTTGAGATAATAAAGTGCCTTGTTGAGGTAATAAACTACCTTGCTGTTGACCGGATAGAAGGGTGCTGCGAGGAGAGCGAGGAGAGGAAGGTTGTTGGGGCTGAAGGGCGGCAGAATTGAGAGAAGAGAGACCACCTAGACGAGAAGGAGATTGAGCCCTGGGAGATTGAGAAGGGAGAGATGATCTAGGAGAACCTAATAGAGAAGGTTGTTGCTGAGCGGGTTGTTGAAGTAAGGGTTGCTGAGCTTGGTTGGCATTAGTGGGTCCAACATTAATACCTTGAACACCGGGAGGAAGTGAATTCTCTAAGAACTTAGGTAAACCTACTAATGGTTGACTTGATTGTGCTAGATTGGCATTTTGTAACATATTTGTATTTGTAATGTCCGATTTTAGTTAGGATTGAAAATTTTATTAAAGCATTTTTTTGATTTTTATTTTTATGTAATAATAAAAAAGAGAGACTCTATAAACATGCCACCCAAAGTTGCCAGAAACCGAAAAGTAGTAGTTAGTACAACTAACGTACAAAGACCTGCTGGAATCATGCAGGCTAGCTTACCTGACACAACAGGAATGTCTTCCATATCAGAAATAAAAGAAGTAAGTATTTTGGATATCTTAAGAGAGTTAGGAATTTCACAGGAAAATGCTGAAACTTTAACCAATGTTCTAAGTAGTTCTGGATTACCATATTTAAGTAATACATATAGAAGTTTGGCATATGAGTTAATTATGATGTATGCAGAAAAAATGATATCGTTAGAAGGATTATATAATCTAATGCTAGAAGTATCCCGATTAAGAACTGATATTAGAGATGAACAAAATAGATTAATATACTCAATTACACCATATGATGATGCTAGAAAATCATTAGCAACGGAGATATCAGCTTATGTAACGAGAAATGTAACAGGAAAAGGATTGTATAAGTGTAAATGTGGATCAATGGAGACAACATATGTACAAATACAAACACGAAGTGCTGATGAACCTATGACAACATTCGTCACATGTAATAAATGTGGTAAAGTATCCAGATATTAAGGTAGAAAATAGGAGAAAAAATAAATTTCTGTCTGTATAGACAGAAGAAAAAGAAAATTGTCGTGGGAATATTTTTATAGATTTGTTAAAGTTGAAGACATGGATACATTACAACAAATTAATACAATGATGCCAACAAGAAGTATACCCAGTCTAGCTGGTGGACAACTATCAGTAAATGTTCCAGCTTATGGAGCTACAATGTCACCACCATTAGTCAGAGGTGCAAGTCCATTATCTGTAAGTTCTGCTCCGCAATCTGCATTTCCATCTGCCACAGTTCCTATGAGAGACCTTGCTTCCTATCCCCGAGGTATTGATTCTCTTTCATCTTCATCTCTATCTTCTGCTCTACCCGCCGAAAATAATTTCCTCGTTGAAAATAAAACTATGGATTCCTTATACGGTGGTTCTATTGAAAAAGAATTAGGCGATATGGGCTACACCGTTCAACGCAAAATCTTTATTGGTCCCGAAGAAAACAAAAAGGTTCGTTATATCTTAGTAAATGACAACCAAGGTTATGACATTCTCTTAGATATGGATAAAGAAGATGGATATGCCACTCAAGGTAACAACGATATCTTCGTCGATTCTGTTCAACAACAAGATATGATTGATTACAGCATTAAAGCTGGCGTCATGAAAGAAGTAGAAAAGGAAGTTAATCAAGTTGCATTTGTATGTAAGGATGGCGTTTGTGTCGTCGAAAGAAAGAACTCCGAACTATACGAAACTGATCTCACTTATGTTTCCGCCAGTAAAATGCATAATCATGAAGGTTATGAAGCATTCCCCGTTCTGCGTCTCACTGATGTTCGTAGAAATTGTCAAGAAGCTAATGTTGCTGCTCAATGTGCCGCTGAGAAACTTCTTAATCACAAACTTAAGTGTGGCGTCCTCGTTTTAGAACACATCGCTTCTGATGCCAAGGAACTTAATGCTCTAGCTTGTGCCACTGGTAAAGCTGCTGTAGAATGCATCAATACTATTGTCTGCTTAATTCAAAAGTTAAAGTTTATTAAATGTGAATTTGAGAAGTTATGTTCAGAGCTTAGATATTGTCCAGAGAACAAGCGCAAATTCGCTGAAATCTTATGTAAATTAAAGTTTTACTATGGTAAGTTAGCTAAATTAGCAACTATCTTATCTTGCTTAAATGGTGCTCATGAGCGTGTTGAACTTGCTAAGAAGGAAGTATGTGAGGTTAAATCTATGATTGAACGCGAATGCTCTTGCTAATCATATAACTATTATATATAATCATAACTATTATATATACCTATATCTTATCCTATAACTATTATTATCTTATAAGATAATATGTTATAACTATAACTATTATAACATATTATCTTATAAGATAATTATAGAATAACTTATGGATTATATAATATAATAACTTATAGATTATAGATTACAGATTATATAATAACTTATAGATTATATTATAGATTATATAATAACTTATAGATTATATTATAGATTATATAATAACTTATAGATTATAGATTATAGATTATATAATAACTTATGGATTATATAATAACTTATGGATTATATAATATAATTGTAAAAATAGAAGTAGAAATGGTATTGGTGATATGGATATAATAATTTATAAAATTAATCCAATGGGGTAGTATACACGGAACAAAACGAAGATGTTGTGTATCTCATACGAATGAATTTATATACATATTATACGTACTTTTAGTGTATACTTTATAAAGTACATTATGTTATGGCTTTCTATAAATTATAATCTTATATAACTTTCTATTATCTTATAATTCTATTCTATAACTTTATAACTTTCTATAATTTATAACTTATTATAAATTATAACTTTCTATTATCTTATAATTCTATTCTATAACTTTATAACTTTCTATAATTTATAACTTATTATAAATTATAACTTTCTATTATCTTATAATTCTATTCTATAACTTTATAACTTTCTATAAATTATAATTCTATAACTTTCCATAATCTTTTATAACTTTCTGTGGCTTTATAATTTATAGAAAGTTATAAAGTGATAAACGAATAAGAAATTATATAAAAGGAATAAAGTATCCTATGTATGGACAAGATAGAACCCATGCCAAGCAATAATAAGAGCATATATAAGTAAAAATACGGAGAAAATATACATAATTCGTTTAATGGTTCTAATATAAATTAGGTATTGTGGAGAAGATTGTACTTGTAACGTACTAAATATAATAAATATTATGGAAAGAATGATTGCATTTACGAAATTATGTCTCAACGCATCACTTTTAATAGTATAATTAAATAAAGTATTAACAATAATGGCAGTAACAGTAATACCAACTTGAACGAATGCTAAAGTTTTAGATTCTTCATCTTCGATATATTGAAGACTGTCCAATTGGGTGATACTGAAGAAGAAAATGGCAGGAGGTCCTAAGAGAATAATATAAGAAGAAATAGACTCAATACGTACTAACCAAAGGGCGAGAAGAACCCAAATACCAGCTGCCAAAAAATAAATGAGGGATATGAGACCTTTAGTTTCGTCGGAGATTTTATATTTTACAACAGACTGACATGCTTTGTCATTCATATTTTAAAGATAAAATATAAATGCAAAGGATAAAAGAAATCAAAGAAGAGAATTTGCTTATATCGAAATACAAAGGTGATAGAGAATACTATGAGGATGACTTTCTATATTGTAAATTAGATTATGGAATAACATTACTAGCCGTCATGGATGGCCATGGAAGTACTAACACTAACAAATACATTAAAGACAATCTTCCAAAAATTCTTCATAGTTACATTATATCATCTAGTTTTGATGATGACTCCATTATATTATCTCTCAAAAATGCAATTTTATATTTAGATCATTCTTGGTATTCTTTAGAAGGTGATGTAGAAAAGAAAGCCGGTTCAACTTTAGTACTAGCTATTATTATTGATCTTCCATTATATAGAAAGATTGTGGTCGGAAATGTTGGAGATTCTAGATGTGTAATTTTTAATGGAGAAGGTATATTATTAGAGACAAAGGATCATAAACCAACTGATGTAATGGAGATGCAAAGAATAAGGAATGCGGGAGGACGTGTCTCATATTCTGGTAGTATACCTAGAGTTTCTGGATTTTCACTTTCAAGGAGTATCGGGGACTTTCATCAGAGATGTAAAATTCAAAATGGTGAATATATGGGATTTAGATCAATATTATCTCCAGAACCAGACATTTATATTCTTGATTTAAATAATATTTCCACATTTTCAATTCTAATGGGAACTGATGGCGTATTCGATCATATATCTTCTTATGATGCTCTTAATATTCTTTCCAGAGGTCATATATATACTGCAAATTTACATACAGATCTTATTAATTCATGTTTAGTTAATGCTATGAATTCTCGTATTTCCAATGATAATATTTTAATATTAACATATGGTCCATGGTATATTAGATAAGAACATAATTTATCCTATGTCATTCTTCCTCTTGCAAAGAGCAAGCGAGAATACAATTATAATTTAATCTTATATAATTTACTCTTATATAATTATAATTCATCTTCTATACAATTATAATTTATCTTTACTAAGTTATAATTTATCTTTACTAAGTTATAATTTATTATTATACAATTATAATTTACTCTTATATAATTTATTATTATACAATTATAATTTATCTTTGCTAAGTTATAATTTATCTTTACTAAGTTATAATTTATTATTATACAATTATAATTTATCTTTACTAAGTTATAATTTATCTTTATACAATTATAATTTACTCTTATATAATTTATTATTATACAATTATAATTTATCCATCTTGCAGAGCGAAGCGAGAATACAATTATAATTTATATTCTATACAATTATGATATTAAAGTTACGGGTGTAATTTTCTATATTTTCTATTTCATGGGATACTATACATGATTAACTATATCATAATACTATTTAATTTATATAAATTAATAGTATTAAGGTTAATATCATTAATATCATTAATTTATATAATTTATATAACTAATAGATGAGATAAAGCTCTAGAGTACCACCCCATGAAATAGAAAATATAGAAAATTACATCCATAACTTTAATATCATAATTATAATTGTATTCTCGCTTCGCTCTGCAAGATGGATAAATTATAACTTAGTATAGATAAATTATAATTGTATTCTCGCTTCGCTCTGCAAGATGGATAAATTATAACTTAGTAAAGATAAATTATAATTGTATAAAGATAAATTATAATTGTATAAAGATAAATTATAATTGTATAAAGATAAATTATAATTGTATAAAGATAAATTATAATTGTATAAAGATAAATTATAATTGTATAAAGATAAATTATAATTGTATAAGAGTAAATTATAATTGTATTCTCGCTTCGCTCTGCAAGATGGATAAATTATAACTTAGTAAAGATAAATTATAATTGTATAAGAGTAAATTATAATTGTATAAAGATAAATTATAATTGTATAAGAGTAAATTATAATTGTATAGAATATAAATTATAACTTAGTAAAGATAAATTATAATTGTATAAGAGTAAATTATAATTGTATAGAATATAAATTATAACTTAGTATAGATAAATTATAACTTAGTAAAGATAAATTATAATTGTATTCTCGCTTCGCTCTGCAAGATGGATAAATTATAATTGTATTCTCGCTTCGCTCTGCAAGATGGATAAATCATAATTATATTCTCGCTTCGCTCTGCAAGATGGATAAATTATTATATAAGATAAATAATAATTTAATATGATGTAACTTATTCGCTCCAGTCCAAAGATAGACGATTGTCATATAATTTACAGGAAATTCCTAAACCATGAACATAATCTTCTATTGCACTTACAACCCATTCCTCATGTTCAGAAAGATCAAGTGTCATATAATATACTCCCTTTCTTGCCACATCCATCATCTTTGTCTTAGTTTCCTCAATAGCTTTTCTTAACTTTTCATTCTTTTGTTCCTTAGCATTCTTGGTTGTTTCTCTCAATAATTTCACAAATTCATCACCCTCGTTACCATTACTATCTCGTTCTGTCTCCTCTTCCTCATATTGAATGTCCTCCTCCTCATCATCTTCTTGTTGTTCATCTTCATTCTCGTTATGTGCATTAGGATAGTGAATATTCCATGTATATTGAGGTGTAACACATTTCTCTTCGGAATTCATATTATTTAATAATTTAGTAGTTGGTACTGGTGTTGGGACTGGCACTGTTGCGACCGGAGATTGTTGTGTGGTCATATTAGCAATGAGATCTGAACATTCTTGAGGGGATTTCTTATTTTCCTCCTTAGCGAGATGAGGAGACATAAATCCACTAACTAATTGTCTTAAGATATCTTCTCCAGAAGGTGCTTTATTTTCCTTTTGAGTATTATTGTTATTTATACCCACAAATCCACCCAATAATTTTTCGAATAGTTGTTGATCCATTGTAAGTTCCTTTCTTCTTGTCTCTTTATTTTTTCTAGATTATCTTTTTAAAGACAATTTTATTGATATAACAATGTGATCGGATCATCATAAATATACGATTTTTCTATACCAACTTGAAGACCATAATTAACTTGTGTAGGATTATCATCAATAAATATTAAGTTATTGGATAAAAGATTAAATTTATTCATAATATCCTCTAAACGTTTAGTTTTTGGATCTTTTACGGAATTACCTCCATAAATTCCATCAAATATATGTATTATACGCAATGAACCTAAAAAATCCAATATTTTATTCTGTTTGTTATTAGATAAGATAAATAACTTCCATCCAGCATACTTTAATCCATATAGGAATTCAATGACTTCCTTGACACTTTGTTCATTAAGAGATTTACAATGAGCAGAAGATGAAATATTTGGTTTTAATAATGGACATAATGTTTTATCAAAGTCTAATATTAAACCATATTTATTTTCCTCTGTAGCTTTTAATCTTGGTATTCCTGACAATACATGATCTCTCTTAACACGTATAACATTATCCATTTCTTTTTATCCCTATCTTTGTTTTAACAATATCATTTATTTATTTCATTATATCTTATAATATCTTATAAGATATTATACGTAATTATTATAATATTTTTAGCCATATAATATAAATACATGATATATTATAATTGTATCCTCAGTTCGTTATCTTCATTGCTCTGTAACTATTCTTAAGGATGATTACAAAATTTAAATGAAGATTGATAAATTTTAAATATAATTGATAAAAATAGTACTAGCGTTCCGCGGGTAAATATTATTGATTATAATTCTAAGTATAGTATCCCATGAAGAAAAATTATATATATATATATATATAATTTATAGATAATAAAATTATATATTAATTGTACATATTAATTTTATGCAATATAATATCACACTATACATTTTTCTTCATGGGATACTATACTTAGAATTATAATCAATAACATTTACCCACGAAACGCTAGTACTATTTTTATCAATTATATTTAAAATTCTTTCATCAAGACAAGATAAATTATAGTTGTGTAGATTATAATTGTATTCTCGCTTCGCTCTGCAAGATAGATAAATTATAATTGTAAAGATTATAATTATATAGGATAAGATAAATTATAATTGTAAAGATAAATTATAATTATATATGATAAGAGTAAATTATAATTGTAGAACGAGAATGTTAATGTGTAATTATATATAACAAATTATATATAATATATTATGTAATTTAAAATGATATAACTTCATCGTATAAATGATTATTATCATTGTGTAGAATATTTAATACAGCCCTATGATCCCCAACCATATGTCGTAAGGTTTCAATACATATCTCCTTTACTTCTTCATTCAACGAAAAGATAGATTCATCCATCATCAAAACAGGAAACTTATTAAAGGAAAATAATGCCAAGGTTAATGCTAAGGAAACTCTATCTCCCTCACCTCCACTTAAATCATTAATACTAGTAAACTCTGCCCCCTTATAATGTATATGGAATGATATTTGAGGTTTAACATTATTAGTGGTCTTAGTAATAGTATATAAACTAACTCTAACAGTAATAGGAACCGAAAATAACATCGTACAATATTCTTCCAATCTAGCATTTAATGATTCTACAATATCCTCTAACGATGCATTTATTGAATCTATCAATATATTTCTCAAACTGTACCATCTTTGTAATTTATTCTCATTCTCCTTACTATCCTCCACCATCTTCGTTAAATAATATCTTTTATCTTCCAATGCCTTAATTTCCGGTATTAAACTTAATGTATACAATAATATATTACCTTTACCCTCTAATTCAGATATTTGTTTTTGATATGATTCTGGAATAACAATATTATTTAATTTAGATGATATATCGACAATTTCAGTTTCTAAGGAGGATCGTTTAGCCTTCCAAGATCGTAAGGTGTCAATGGGAACAGTATCATCCTTCTGATCTGCCCCTTCCTCCTTTCCATTTTCATCGCCTTTCTTCTCTTTCCATCTTCTCCATCCATCTCTACTCATATAATAATCATCTAATACCTTTGGTTCTATAGCATACTCCACATACTTTAATCCATCATATAAAGATATTTCTTTTTCTAGAGTGGTTAATTCATTAGTTAAATTTTGTAGTTGTCCTTGATATTCTGGAATCTTATCTTTTACCTTTTCAAAATCTCTAATTATATCTATCTTACCACTAGATCCCATTAAATACGTTAATCTATTATTATATTCTGATATGGATTTACCTAAAACATGTATATCCTCTGTACACACTTGTCCATCATATTCTTTTAATTGTCCAGTGGAAAATAATAATCTCGTATTACACTTAGGACATGTAATCGTTTGCGAACATAGTTTCGCAATTTGCACTCTTTCATTTAATTCTTCTAACTTCTTTCTACATTTTCCAACCTCCAAATCCAATCCTTCTTTAGTTCTTAACTCTTCTGGCAAATTACAAGCATCCACATATTGCTTTTGCATAGCCGTTAATTTATATATTTCTCCATTAAATATATCTCTCTTTTTCCTTATTTCATCCCTTCTAGATTTCATCTCCATTTTCTTACTCTCTAAATTACTATCTAACACTATATTTTGTTCCTTTGCTATATTGTTACTTCTTATCATATCATAGTATGATGTTTGATTTTTATTTCTATCTATACTTCCTATATTGGGATACTTAGAAATTATTTCTTCATGAACAATAAAATCTCTATAATCTTTTTGTTCTTGTTTTCTTATATATGATTCTATTCGTTTATCTAATTCGTCAATGGATGGTATTCTAGTGAGCTCTATAACCTTTTGATTATGCATATACTCTAATTGAGTTTTCTGACCCAACAATTGGGATCTATCTAGTTCTAATTTACGAAGACCATCAACTGATGTTCGTATATTTCCTAATTCTTGTTGTAAACTGTTGTAGTATTCTATAGATAATAACTTCTCCGCAGCTATCCCAACACTATTTATCTTCGGTATAAATGCTTCATATCTAGACATATATGCTCTCTTTTCATATTCAAATACTGTCTTATCTGATGATATTTTACTTGATAAATCTCTAACTTTTGAATCTATTTTTTCAATATATTTCATGGGATCTTGTCCAGCATCGAATGTTAACTTATAAATTAGATCCATACGTTCGGCATTGCTTAAATTCAAGAAATGATTTCTACACCTTTGCTCTATATAACAACAACTTTTCCATATATCTTTATCATAAAACATATTATCTATCATATCTTGTGCTGTTTTATCTTCATATATAACATTTCCATATTGAATCTGTATTAAACCTGGATTCTTTTGTCTATAAATTAGAAGTGGTGTACCCTCTATCATAAGTAATAATTTTACATACATTTTCTTTGTCCCTGTCGTCTGATTATTCGTCACATTTCTATCCTTTCCATATAATGCCCATTGCACGGCTAATAATATCGTGCTTTTTCCTATACCAGTTTGTCCTTTTAATAGTGTTATCTTTCCAGGATGTACTCTAAATATTAGATGATTATGACATCGGAATCCATATAGTTCTATTTCCATATAACTTATTCCGTCTTTCCTCTTTTCTTCTTCTTACTTCATTTATTTTAGTCATTTATTTCCTTTATGACATTTAGTTTATAATTTCCTCTATCCTTTATTCTATATAATAAGTTGTCATACTTATAAAATATATCATATATCAACTTATTATATAGAATAAAGTATAGAGGAAATTAAATTAATAAAAATTGACTTTTTTAAAGTTGTTGTAAAAAATAACGACAGATACAAACATGGAACTAGAAGTAACACTTACCCTAACTACTCAATTCCCAAACTACAGTGGCGAGCTTAGTTTCTTTGATTTAAACAAGAATCATACTCGTTTGGAATATAGTCCTATCACTAAGTACATGTTAATTCCTGATATTTGGATCGGAGAAAAAGGATTATGGGCAGGCAATGCAAAACTCAAAGAAAATTATCCCTTAAGAAAACCATATCTCTTAATTGAAACAAAGTTAATTGGAGATATGAATATTAACGACGCCGTAGAAAGTGGTATGGCTAAAGAATTAAATTTACAGGAAGCTCTAGATGTAATTAAAGACGCGACTGGATTAGGATATGTTGCGGCAATGAGTTCTAAAGTTACAAACGTTGATTCTTTGGAGAGAAGAGGTATAACTTTTGATATTCTAAATGTTAAGTAATCATTAAATAGATGGAATAAATTGAAATTAATTATAATTTTCTAATAAAGATTAGAAAATGTCTAATATAAAATCTGAGAGTCAAATATTGCAGGAATGTGAGACCTTCTTTAAGGATAGATTGACATATCACGGTATAAGTTATGAAGGATTATGTTCTTTTTTAAAGAAGACAGAAGGAATTGTTACCGGATCATTTATTATTTCATGTCTTTTAGGTAAAAAATTCTATCATGATATCGACATTTTTATAAGTAGGGAGGTAAAAGGAGAAAATTTATGTAAGACATTTGAAGGTGTTATGCTTGACAAAGAATATTATAAAGGTGTAGAATTTAATAAAACTCCAGTTTCTGTTTCTAATAAAGATAAGATGACATTATCTTATCATAGATCCGCAGATTTACAGAATGTTAAGATTGATATATGTACGACAGACAAATATAATAATGCTAAGGATTATATTGAGGCACATACTAATTTTGATTTTTTAAGATCGTACTTTGACGGAGATAACTTTGTATTTAATTTTGACATTATTACTTTCTATTATAATCCAACGGGAAGATTAGAATTCATTGAAAACACATATTTTGATATTGTATATGACCCATGGGGTTTAGATACTTGTATACCTAATGTGAGAACTGAGAAGGCAAGTAGAACTATGCCAGACGGAAGTACACATGAATATAATATAAGTATTGATGAATATACAGATGATCAATATGATTTAGGAACATTATCTCAATCATTAAAACTCCTTTATGATTTAAATGTTGATGCTAACTATGTAGGTTTGAAAGATTGTAAGTATACCTCACTATTTAAGATACCCAATGATATGATGTCATGTATAAGTAAGGTATTAAGTAATAGATATAATACACATAATATAAATTTTGATGAAGATAAAGCGAGTAAGTATTTGCAATATGATAGGAAGGTTGCGAGTTCGGTTGAGGTAATACATCCTGATATTGATAAAGACCGAAACATTAAGGAATTAATAATAAATATTTATGAAAAGATTAGGAAGATGTATCAAAATTCTGATAAAGGTAAGGAGGACAATGCGAAGAAATATACGATGTATAGATTGTATAAGACATTAATGAGATGTGTGAAATATGAGAGTTACGGAGTGCATATACTTAACGTTGACGATTATTTTAAGACGTACGAACTTGATTTGTTTGACCAAAATTACATATAGTTGAGCTGTATGCACCACGAACTGTTAAAGATTGTCGAGCGGCAAGATAGAATATAAGCCATAAAACTAGGAAGGTTATAAGTCCAAGAAAATATGTTAAGGCGGCGGACACCATGTTTATATAATTATGTTAATTATATAATTTATCTTATACATTATAATTATCTTATACATTATATAATTTATCTTAGTTATATAATTTATCTTAGTTATATAATTTATGTTATAGATTATAATTTATCTTAGTTATATAATTATCCTAGTTATATAATTTATCTTATATATTATAATTTATCTTAGTTATATAATTATCCTAGTTATATAATTTATCTTATATAATTTATCTTATATATTATAATTTATCTTAGTTATACATTGTAAAGTAATTCTAATGATATTATAAAATAGAGATGTATAAATAGTATAGATGTTAATATAGCAAATCTTATATATAATATAGTTTATGGGATACTACCCATGATCAATTCCCACATGAAATATTTAATTTAGGAATAATAATATCTTATAAATCACATTAAGGATAGTTACAAGAACAAGAGAGTAAAATAAGCAATTGTAATTTTAATATTCATAACTTCGTAGACAATTATATATTATATAGTTTATATATAATTATCTAATAGGAAGATACAAATGATATACATATTAGTATAGTAAATCTTACACACAATATATTTGATGAGGTGTCACCCACAAGCTATTTCTCATAATTTTACATATAAATGTTTAATTTGATATCATTACTATCTATATAAAAAATAATCTTTCCCTATCATGTTATTCTTTTATGGAATTATAATTTTAAGAGTTTGTGGAAATGTATAATATATAGTTTATAAAATTTTTTTATTATGTATAACTATGATGTTGACAAAATCTCAAAATTATAATTGCATAAAAGAATAACATGATAGGGAAAGATTATTTTTAATATAGATAGTAATGATATCAAATTAAACATTTTATATCTAAAATTATAAGAAGTCTGGATGTACTACTACCCATCAAATATATAATATACAAGATTTATTATACTAATATGTATATCATTTGTATCTTCCTATTAGATAATATATAAAATAGAATGATGGAGGAGATGAAGGAGAATTATAAAGTGGAATATAAAATATGTCTGTGTATTTTATATTTTTTGTTATCATTATTATAATAATAATAATTTTCTTAGTATATTTTATATCTAACAGGAATAGAAGAAGAGGAGAATACGTTGTTCTGAGTTATGGGGATTGTGTTCCTAATAATCCTACATCTATATGTACAAGCACCGGAAGACCAGGAACTAGAAAAATTATTTATATATGTGACCCAGATCCCATCACTGGTATGGGCTGTATCCAACCTAATGGAATTTTATCTTATAGTACATTAGTATCGGAAACTGTATGTAATAGTTCATGTATATTATCAGAATTTAAAATTATAAACACAGGCCCTTGTATATTAGATAATCCAATAACAAATACAGGATTTAGAAATATAACAAAACAATGTGTTCAAGTTGATAATGATGGAATAAATAATTGTACAATTTATAATAAGAATACTAATCAAACTATATTTTATGCTATTGGAGATGAAGTAACTATACAAGAACCATGTGACGCTATAGTTTCCTCTTGGCGTCTACCTTCTGGAGGATATTGTACTTATAATACTGCATTTATTCAATCTGATGTTTGTCCTGTCGATCCGTTGGAGGAAGGATATATATTAGAGGATATGGTATGTTCAGGTGGTCAGTGTGCATCTCTTCCATGTTCTGATTCTATTAACGATGTGGGGGAGACTGGTGGAGTCTTATGTGGAGATAATCCATTATGTGTTATACCATGTCGTAATATACCATCCACTTATTATGTATTATCTATTCCAGAGGAAAATTTATATTTGTCTATAGATGATGATATGTTATCATTAACGGAAGATGAGACAAGAGCTGCAATAGTTCATATAGGTTCTATTAATGATGATATGACAATTATATTATTATCTTCACCATTTTCTAATTTTAATTATTGGTTATCTTCTGATGGTGATGTATTATCTATTGTACCGGCTGCCCAATATATTGATCGTCCTGGTATGTTATCTTCCCAAGCATCTAAATTTTACATTAATTCTAATATTATTAGTATACCTAAATTTAATGGATATAAATCATTATATCTTAAGGATGTTAATTCGATTACATTTAATAATAGTTTATTGACTACCGATAATATTATACAATCGTCTATATAGTTATATAAGATAGAGTTATATAATAATTATATTATATAAGATTAAGATAAAGTTATATTATATAAGATTAAGATAAAGTTATATAATATAATAATTATATAAGATTAAGATTAAGATAAAGATAAAGATAATTATTATATAAGATAATGTAAGATAAATATAAAGGTAATGTAATATAATATAATTATTATATAAGATAATGTAAGATAAATATAAAGATAATTATTATATAATATAAAGATAAAGTTATATAATATAAGATAAAGATAAAGATAATGTAAGAGAAAATAAAGTTATATAATATAATTATTATATAAGATAAAGATAAAGATAAAGTAAGAGAAGATAAAGTTATATAATATAATTATTATATAAGATAAAGATAAAGATAAAGTAAGAGAAGATAAAGTTATATAATATAATTATTATATAAGATAATGTAAGATAATTATAATTAATAATAATTATAATATGTTAATATATGATCATGATTGATTAGAGAGCACCCATATTTTGGAATCCACCCTGTTGACCGAATCCACTTTGTTGACCAAATCCACCTTGAGCGAAGGGTAGAGGTGCTTGATTATTAAAGTTCTGGAATCCACCTTGTTGACCAAAAGCTAAAGGTGCTTGTGCTTGAGTTCCAAAGTTTTGGAATCCACCGAATTGTTGAGCATTAAGTTGCTGAGGTTGTTGAGCGACGAATGCCTGTTGTTGTTGCTGAGGTTGTTGTTGTTGACCTTGTTGTTGAGCTTGTTGAGCTTGTTGCATGATGTTATCCCAAGCAGCTAATGCATTGTTGGCTGCATTAAGATCCACAGTTCCAGCAGTTTGTAATAATCTTAAGGCCTCTTGTAAGTTAGCTCTGTTATTAGACACGATTGGTAAATTACCAGCTGCCTTCTTTTGTCCCTTAGCACCGGCATTAGATGCACCCTTAGGCTTAGAGATCTTGGCACCTCCAACCTTTGCTGACACATCAATCACAAAGTTAGGATCATTTCTTAATGAATTGAATAAGTTTACTAACTTCTCTTGATCAGAACCACCTCTGTTTCTTGGTGATTTTGTTTGTTTTCCTTGTGTACCTTGACCCTTGGCCTTCTTGGGGAATGCTTGCTCATAGAAATCATCCACAACATCTAAGGGGAATAAGATTTGACCTCCAGTCTTCTTACCCTTGCTCTGTGCTCTATATCTTGATCTTTCATCAACAAATCTATCATATAAAAGGCCACCTTCATTAATGCTACTTTTGTCGTAAACAGTGTTCTGTTCTCTTTCTAAAACACCAGGGGGTAAAATCTTATTAAGATCCTGAACTAAAGTTGGTAATCCTGTATTAAATGCTGCAACTCTTAAGGTAGGGAAGAAATAAATATTCTCGGCACCCTTGGTTTGTAAACCCTTAACACGAGTTGCTAAACCTGTAATAGGTGCTAATTTGTATGCCGAGGTATCAGCTTCTAATAATAAATACTCACCCACTGGATTTGCTTGTGCAGCACCCAATGCTTGTTGTAATGTAGGAAGAAAATCACCGGTTCTCTTAATAGTGCTAGAGTTCTTGTTACTCTTTTTACCGCTTCCTTGTTGTTGAGCTTGTTGACCTCCGAATCCTGATTGTTGAGTTTGGTTCATGTTTTTATTATGTAGAATATAATTTCTTTAAGTAGTTTTTTCTATCTCACTTGGTAAAATATATAATAAATCTTATATAAGAATATTTAACACCAAACTACCATATAAATTCTTATTTTTTACACTTTGTTCTTTTTAGTATACGTTTAATATAACTATCCAATAATTTCTTATTGTGCTTAAGATACAAGAGATGAGGAAGACAACATATTACTTCATATAATGTAATATTAATACCAAATTTATCATTATTTTATATAATATATGATATCTATATGTAAGTTTACTTAAAGTACATTGATATTATAGGACGTAATATTAATATCATAATTATATTATAAATTTAATATTATAATTATATTAATATTATATATGCTTTATTTAATAATAATTAAGAGTTTCATTAAATACAATATAATATAATGCACAAGTTCAGGAAATAGAATAGAATTTATAATGTATAACATTATAAAACTGAATGAATACTTATACATTATGAAATTTCTAATTTGGTGTATAGTGTCCCATAAAATAGAATTTATTAACTTTATAGGACATAAAGTTAATATGATATTTATCTTCTGATATTCTATAAGATAGGATAAGATAGGATTACAAAAATACTTTGTATTTTGTAGTTTCTAATTTCATGAGTAGTATCCCATAAAATAGAATTTATTAATTTTATAGGACATAAAGTTAATATAATATTTATCTTCTCATATTCTATTTTATAATATATGAGAAGATAAATATTATATTTTGTATTTTGTAGTTTCTGGTTTTATGGGTAGTATCCCATAAAATAAAATTTATTAACTTTATGTCATATAAAGTTAATATAATATTTATCTTCTGATATTCTATTCCATAATATACCATTACAAAAATACAAAGTATTTTTGTAGTTTTTAATTTGATGTATAGTATCCCATAAAATAGAATTTATTAACTTTATAGGGCTTGAAGTTAATATAATATTAGAAGATAAATATTTTATTCTATAATATATGATAACATAAATACTTTATATTTTGTATTTTTATAATTTCTAATTTCATGAGTGGTATCCCATAAAATAAAATTTATTAACTTTATAGGACATAATGTTAATATGATATTTATCTTCTAATAGTCTATTATATAAGATAGGATAAGATAAATGCTTTGTATTTTTGTAGTTTCTAATTTCATGAGTGGTATCCCATAAAATAGAATTTATTAACTTTATAGGACATAAAGTTAATAAGATATTTATAAGATAGGAAAATACTTTGAATCTTATATAATAGGATATGATAAGTTTTATAGAAAATAATATTAATATGATAATTATCTTATATAAAACAAGATAATGGAGATGGGGTGATTATAAATCTATAAGAAATTGAACGGCGGTATCATAACCATCTTTTATCATAATGGCTTTCTCTGATAATTGTAATTGAAATCCACTAATATTACCACAACGAGATACTAACTTCAAATGTTTGCAACGTTCTGAAGAATTTGATATTTTCTTAATACGATTTTCATCCATAGAACTGGAAACTACCATATTAATATAGGTTAAAATATTTCCTAAGTTAGGATGGGGATGTAAAGATTGAATTGCAGTATGCTCCACTATATATAATCCTAATATTTTTGCATTTTCATCATTATCATAATAATCTATTGGATAAGAATCACCGAAGGCCCCATCAATATATAATCCATTTCCTATATTTAATTTTTGAAATAGTATTGGAATATTCATGGAACAAATAACAGCATCTAAACATGACATATTTGGTGCGGTAATATGATTAAAATATTGAGTACCAGAAGAAGTTTGATCATGATGAAGATTAAAAGAGACGGTAGTAAATTGTATCCCAGTTGCCATATATAATTGTTTTAAAGTTGGAATGGAAGGATATGTTGGAAATTTATCCTTAATATATTTACCTAGATGTTGTCGAATGGGATCATGAGAAAGGAAACCCATATTATCTAAGAAGCTATGGGGACCTGATAATCCAAATAGTATTTTGCTACCATCTGAACCAATGTCATTTATACTGTAAAACATCTCTGTACAATTCGCTATTCCTATTATTTCTTTAGTCTTATAACCAAGAGTGAGTAATAATCCAATAATAGATCCAATACTGACCCCTATAATACTTTTAATATCAGATAGAAAGGTTCGTTCTTCAAGGGCGAGGAGTGCGCCTAAATGATTAAAACCTTTAGCACCTCCAGGACCTAAACATAAAACATTTGGCTTCCACATTTTATAACATCATTAAAAGAATTCTTTATCATTGTAAAAAATGACCTCGAAGGATAAATACGTAGCAATAATAATGACCGCACAAGATTGTCCTCCTTGTGAGCATTTAAAGAAGAATGGCACACTAAGCCAGATAGAGGCTTCTTTGAACAGTATGGGATTAAAACCTACTTATATCATTAAGAATAAAAAGAGTGATCCAATAGATAAGAAGTATCCTTCCGGTTTAGAATCCCATTTAACATGGACACCAACGATCGCTATTGTTCCCGCATCTCAATATGGTTCTGGAAAAGTTATTACCGAAATAGAAGTATATAATCAGGGTACTTGGGACAGCACATACAATAAATTAAATGTTAAACATCCTATTAGTGGATATGATCCCTTGAGTGTTAGCAAATGGGCAAAAGAGGTATTATCTAGAGGAATTAATTATGTTGCACCGACTGGTGCAATGGCTGCATCTGCCTCCGGATTAGTTGGAGGAGCAGGTTCTAGTAAGGTTCCTATTGGGGGAGCTAACATGTGTACAGTGCACAAGGTAAAAAGTTCAGGTACTAATAATAGAAAATTTTGGTAATGATAAAAAAATGATATTGATAAAAATGGGAATTGTTGGAAAAAGATATGACTACCTTCATTTTGTACAATGATATTGCTAAAAATATATATCAACATATTAATATGGGACGACCTTTAACGGAGAATGGTCTTAAGTTATTGGCTGGTCATATTGAAAGATTAACCATTGATCAATATGAAATATTATATGTTATTATATTACATTATTTTTCCAATGATACACAGAATAAGAGTCTATTGGCGAGTTCAGCACCTGATACGGTTCTGCCCTATAAGGGTAAAACTTTAACTGGTGGCAAAGGCATTCAAATAAATTTAGTTGATTTGCCACCTATCTTACAATCTCTAATAGCTGGTTATATAGTAAAATGTTTTAATTTGGATCCAGGTAGTTTCAATGTGTAAATATCATACTATATAAATGTTCCGTAATTCTATTATACATTATATACAATGTATAATATAAATAATATTATAATATGTTATACTTTATACTTTATAGATTATACTTTATAGATTATATAGTTTATACTTTATTATAGATTATAGATTATATAGTTTATACTTTATTATAGATTATAGTTTATACTTTATTATAGATTATAGATTATATAGTTTATACTTTATTATAGATTATAGATTATATAGTTTATACTTTATTATAGATTATAGATTATAGATTATAGATTATAGATTATACTTTATAGATTATAGTTTATAACATTATAGATTATACTTTATAGATTATAGATTATACTTTATACTTTATAGATTATAGATTGTGGATTATAGATTATAGATTATAGTTTATAAATTATAGATTATAGATTATATATTATAGATTATACTTTATAGATTGTGGATTATACATTATACATTGTAGATTATAACATTATAGTTTATAGATTATAGATTGTGGATTATAGATTATAGATTATACTTTATACATTATAGATTATAGATTATAGTTTATAATAGTTTATATAGATTATATAAGATTATAGTTTATATAAGATTATACTTTATAAGATTATGCTTTATAGATTATAGTTTATAATAGTTTATATAGATTATATAAGATTATAGTTTATATAAGATTATACTTTATAGTTTATAATAGATTATATATCATCATAATTATCGTCATAGATTATAATCTATAATCTTATAAACTATAAACTATAATCTATTATAAAGTATAATCTATATAAACTATTATAAACTATAATCTACAATGTATAATGTATAAAATATAAAGTATAAAGTATAATCTATATAAACTATAATCTACAATGTATAATCTATAATCTATAATCTATAAAGTATAAAGTATAAAGTATAATCTATATAAACTATAATCTACAATGTATAATGTATAATCTATAAAGTATTATAAACTATTATAAACTATAATTTATAAACTATAATCTATAATGTATAATGTATAATCTATATAAACTATAATCTATAATCTATAAAGTATTATAAACTATTATAAACTATAATTTATAAACTATAATCTATAATCTATATAAAGTATAAACTATATAAACTATAAACTATAATCTATAAACTATAATATACAATTCTACTTTATCTTATAAAGTAGAATCTATATAAACTATTATAATTTTATAAAATTATAATCTATAATAAAGTATACAATTATACAATTTATATAATTGTATAAATTTAATTTAATATGATATATTATGCCGATGGTATATTAGAAGTAATTTGTTGTTGTATTCTAGGAATATTACTATCAATCTTAAATAGTTTATCTTCTACTTCTGGACTATAAACATTATTATTCTTAATCTTATTAAATCCTTGTTCGGCTAAGGTAATGGCGCGATCCACTGTAATATCTGGATACAATAATAAATATGCAGCCCTCGCCAACAGAAGAACCGTTAAATAATCTTTTCTATCTCTTCCAGGACTATTACTCACTAATTTATCTGTAGGAAATTGTGTCTGTTGAACCCCACCAAAACCAACAGATTGCTGAGATTGCTGAGGTTGTTGAAGCAATGATGTAGGCTGTTGAGGAGGTTGACCTAAACCACTAGATAATAAATTAGATTGTTGAGGGAGAAGTTGTTGCTGACCTAAACCACTAGATAATAAGTTAGATTGTTGAGGAAGAAGTTGTTGCTGACCTAAACCGCTAGATAATAAATTAGATTGTTGAGGGAGAAGTTGTTGCTGACCTAAACCGCTAGATAATAACGTAGACTGCTGAGGTTGACCTAAGACACCTCCAGATAATGATGTAGGTTGTTGAGGTTGTTGAAGTAATTGCGGTTGCTGAAGTTGACCTAAGACACCTCCAGATAGTGATGTAGGTTGTTGAGGTTGTTGAAGTAATTGTGGCTGTTGTTGAGGTTGTTGAGGTTGACCTAAGACACCTCCAGATAATGATGTAGGTTGTTGAAGTAATTGTGGTTGTTGAGGTTGACCTAAGACACCTCCAGATAATGATGTAGGTTGTTGAAGTAATTGTGGTTGCTGAGGTTGACCTAAGACACCTCCAGATAATGATGTAGGCTGCTGAAGTTGTTGTTGATGTTGTTGAAGTAATTGTGGTTGTTGTTGGTTAAATAAAGATTGTTGAGGTTGTTGTTGATTAAATAAAGATTGTTGAGGTTGTTGTTGGTTAAATAAAGATTGTTGAGGTTGTTGTTGATTAAATAATGATTGTTGTTGAGGTTGTTGAAGTAATTGTGGTTGTTGTTGGTTAAATAAAGATTGTTGAGGTTGTTGCTGATTGAATAAGGATTGTTGTTGAGGCTGCTGAAGTAATTGTGGTTGTTGAGTAAATAAGGATTGTTGAGGTTGTTGACCTAAGATACCCCCAGATAATAATGGCTGATTAATCATACCAGTTAAAGGTTTAACAGATTTCTTTTTACGTCTACTGGAACTATCCTCTTCGTCGGATTCATCCTCATCAGATTCGTCGGTGTCCTCATCACTTTCATCTTCATCACTTTCGTCCTCATCACTTTCATCCTCGTCACTTTCATCCTCATCACTTTCATCAGATTCATCACTATCATTATATAGTGGAATAGATGGTTGATTAAATTGTTGTTGATTGAATAGGGATTGTTGAGGTTGTTGTTGATTGAATAGGGATTGTTGAGGTTGTTGTTGATTAAATAAGGATTGTTGAGGTTGTTGTTGCTGGGATTGACCTAAGACACTGGTTGATAATAAATTAGATGATTGAGGTTGTTGATTAAATAGGGATTGTTGTTGCTGGGGTTGTTGATTGAATAAAGATTGTTGTTGAGTGAATAGGGATTGTTGTTGCTGGGGTTGTTGATTGAATAAGGATTGTTGGGACTGAGGATTAAATAACGAGGGTGGTTGATTGGGGGTGGCTTGATAGGAAAGGAACTGTTGTGGCAATAGATTACCTTGTTGCATTTTATTGAAGTCTAAATAATTTCCTGGATAAAAAATAAAAATCAATTTCAAACAACATAATAAAATAGTTTTATAAAATCCAAAGAGATGTCCGACCACAATAAAACACTTTCTATAGTTGCGGTTTTCCTAGGATTAGGATCTGCAGGCTTAAGTTTATACAATTTAAAGACAATAAATAGTATAAGTGCGAACACTACTTCTATGTCTGAAAAAATAACAACTTGTGAGAAGAAGATCGGTGACCTAAATTCTATGTATGTAGAAATGAAGAATAAAAATGAGACTATTTCTGGAGACATTAAAGATCATGAAAGTAACATAAAATCTTTAAAGACTTTAAGCAGAGATATGAATATTAAGATTGATGCAATCTTTGAACATATGGAAAAGAATGGACAGAAGATAGAATTACCAAAAAGGTCAAAGAAGTCAAAGAAAAAGAAGAAGAGTAAAGTTTATCAATCGGATAGTGAGTCGGAGTCAGAGTCAGAATCGGATAGTGATAGTGATAGTGATAGTGACAATGATAACCTTATAAAACAAGTTAATAAGATGAAGACGAAGCGTAAATAAACATATACATTATAGAATTATAAAACAAGTTAATATATAATATCTTTAGAATCTATAAGATATTAATCATGTCATCATATAATAGATTATATATTATAATCTATTATATTATAATATATGAAGATTATTACAAGATGTTGTATAGATTATATAATAAAGTATAATGTGTAATTATAAATTATAATAATGTTATAATCTATTATATAATAATCTTATAATCTATTATAGATTATAAAGTATAATCTATAATCTGTAAAGTATAATATATAAATTATAAATTATAATCTGTAAAGCATAAAGTATATTCTATAATCTATAATCTGTGAATTATAAATTGTAATCTGTAAAGTATAAAGTATAAAGTATAAAGTATAAAGTATAAATTATAAATTATAAAGTATAATCTATAAAGTATAAAGATAATTATATAATCTATAAAGTATAAAGTATAATCTATAATATATAAAGTATAAAGTATAATATGTAAATTATAAAGTATATTCTATAATCTATAAAGTATAATTTGTAATTATAGATTATAATAAATTATAATCTATGAAATATAATTTACTGTACAATATAAATACTATAATGTTTATAGTTTGCTCTATGCAGTTAACAATTCTATAATATTTATAAATGGAAACAAAAAGAGTATTGATGTTATATGTATAATTATACTAAATATTTTATTCATGAAGTAGTGTACATATGAATAAATATAAAGTATAATCTATAATCTATAATATAAAGTATAATCTATAATCTATAATATAAAGTATAATCTATAATCTATAATATAAAGTATAATCTATAATCTACAATATAAAGTATAATCTATAATCTATAATATAAAGTATAATCTATAATCTATAATATAAAGTATAATCTATAATCTATAATATAAAGTATAATCTATAAGATAATATAATATAAAGTATAATCTATAATCTATAATCTATAATCTATAATATAAAGTATAATATATAATCTATAATATAAAGTATAATATATAATCTATAATCTATAATATAAGATAATATAACTATAATATAAAGTATAATCTATAATATAAGATAAGATAATATAATATAACTATATTTATAGTTATATTTATAAGTAATGAGGTAAAATTATGGTGCTAAAACAGAATATAAAAGATTAGTTAGATGTTGTCTAGAATATAATTCATCACAGAATGGCAAACACTCATGTTTAATAATTTTAAAGAATCCATTAACAACAGCATTAACTTTAACAGTCAAATTATATACTTTGTATTCATGGGAATAATATTCCGTGAAGTTTGTGCCATTAAGTTTATCATTCTCAGGTAAACAAGAACTTACAGCAGTGGAGAAAGCCTTAGATGATTGTAATGAATTTAATTCTTTAGTTGCTTCTTGAAGTTTATTATGGAGGACATTATAATCAGGAGAATCAAGTGGTAATGAAGACAAGGAGGATGTATATGATGAAATCTCCTTCTCTAATTTAGAGACGGTATTAGTAAATTCCAAAGTATAATCAGAATACTTTTGATTTAAACTTGGAACATATAAATGATCTGGTAGAGTGATGGGAGTTGGTGTAGGACGAGAACCGTATGAAATGGTAGTACTATAAATGTATTCCATAAGATCATCTTCGGAGATTTGGAAATCGTTATTTAAGAGATATTGGTGTAACAAATCCATAAATAGAGTATGCTAGGGTTATTGACAGTTAGGTCTTTATAAAAAACCTAAAGTATTAATTATAAACTCATTTTATCGAATTATTTATTGAGGGAAACCAGGGAAACCAGGTTGTTGGTACTGAGTTGGCACAGGAGTTTGCGGAACTACATGATGATTGTTTGGGATACCATTAAAGTTGCCATTAAATCCAGAAGGCATACCAGGAACTGTACCACCTAAGCCATTATGGAAACTAGGTGTAGAGGCATTAGGAGTACTAGGTACAGCACTACCCATCATTGCACTTAATGGACCATTCATATTAGGAACACCAGCACTGGCGCCAGCACCAGCAGGTGCTCCAGAAGTTTTCTCAAGTAACTTCTTAATATCGTCTTCGGTGTGACTCTTAAGGGTATTAACTTGCTCTACGATATTACCATCAGCACTGTAGTATTGACCAATATCATTACCTGATAATTGTGGGGCAGCAGATGCTCTCTTGGTGCTAGAGAGATAACAGTTTAATAATTTAACTTGTAAAAAGTTACCAGTGGTTCTTAAGATGGAAGGATATGTAAGATATAATAATCCACTATGAGCAGTCTTAATCATACTATTCATTGCGACAGGTTTCTTTTCTTGCTTCTTCTTACCAGAAGTAGGATCAACCTCTTCAGTATCCACATAAACACAGAATACTTCATCAATAGCCTTGCCATCAATCTTGGGGTTAAGAACTGGAGGACCTTCCTTAGGCTTCTTATTCTTATCTAATCTAACACGAACGACAGGATCCATCACTAATTTCGCAATAGCAGGAATTGATGCTTCTTCTGCGTCAGGTAAGTTAGTAGCACCTATTTTATCTTTAATTCTACATAATAAAACAGCCAAAGCATTTCTTAAATTAATGTTAAATTGTTCAAATTGTGCTTCATCATTGTTTGATTTGTCTACATCATAACTAACTGTATATTTAACCTTTCCTTTGCTCATAAATGGATATACTCCGAATTTGCATTTAAGATTACAACTAATTACGTTTAAGTCTGCATGTGAGGGTTTTTCTACTGTTCCATAGTTATATTGAATTGGGATAGATGTTAATGTTCCTTTCTTACCGTCGTCTCCTACATATTCTATTAATTTTGGTTCTCCTAACGTTAATTTACTGGCATCAAAGTTCTTATAGTAAATAAATTGTTTGGCTTGTTCTTGTTGTTGCATTTTGTTTGTTTGGTTTGTTGGCTGTTTTTATCCTTCCTTCTTTCTTTTTATCTTTTTCAATTAGATCGATCTAGCTTTTTATTACTACTGTTTTACTCCTCTATCCATACATTAATTTTATTTATAAAATTAAAAGATAAATAGATATGGATAATTATGGATAAAGAAATTATAAGGATAAATGGTAGATGGGATGATAGAGAAAAAATATTGTGGGGGTAAAAAATTCTATGGTGTTATAATAAATATGATTATCTTGCTCGTCATAATATTTTTATGTGCTTGTTATATATATAATAAAGGATGTGATTATAAAGAGGTATATAATATATTTATTCAGAAGATGGGGTGGAATAATAGTAAAGCTAATAATGATGAAAAAGATTTATTATATAATAATATATTGATGGACTTAAGATTGAAAGTTCAAAATGTGTTAATGAAATGTAATATTAAGATTCCAGAATATAATTTATATGGAGTGGAAGATGGCTCCAGCAAAACAATAAATAAGAAGAATATATATTTATTATTAGTTGATAAGAATGGTAATTTATATAATAATAATACCTTATTTAAAGTTTTAATCCATGAAATAAGTCATGTCTTAAATAAAACTGATGGGCATGATATAAATTTTACAAATATATATTCTACATTATTGACAACCTCCAAAAATATGGGATATTATGATGAAAGGATGGATGTGCAAATGCAACCATGTATGAATTAATATATTTTTCATCTCATAATTATAATCTCGTATAATTATAATCTTCTATAACTTCATCTTATACAATTCTATAACTTTGTAATCTTCTATAATTTTATAATCTCGTATAATTATAATTTTCTGTAACTTCATCTTATACAATTCTATAACTCGACTTATCATCTAAAGATGATAAGGTGAGACTTACTTTATAATATTATATAACTTTGTAATCTCTTATAATTATAATATTATATAACTTTGTAATCTCTTATAATTATAATATTATATAACTTTGTAATCTCTTATAATTATAATATTATATAACTTTGTAATCTCTTATAATTATAATTTTCTGTAACTTCATCTTATACAATTCTATAACTTGACTTATCATGTAAATATGATAAAATGAGATTTACTTTATAATAGATTATAACTTTGTAATCTCTTATAATCTTTATAACTTTATAATCTTTTACAATTCCATAATCTTCTATAAGTTTATAATCTTCTATAAGTTTATAATCTTCTATAACTTTACAATTCCATAATCTTCTATAAGTTTATAATCTTCTATAACTTCATAATCCCATAATCTTCTATAATTATAATCTTCTATAAGTTTATAATCTTCTATAAGTTTATAATCTTCTATAAGTTTATAATTCTATAATTATAACCCTCTATAATTATAATCTTCTATAATTATAATCTTCTATAATTATAATCTTCTATAATTATAATCTTCTATAAGTTTATAATTCTATAATATAATATAAATATGATATTGATTGTTCGTATCAATTTATATCATATTTATATTCGATGAGGTACTATCCATGAAGTTATAAAAGTATAAAATTATAGAATTATAGAATTCTATAAAGTATTTTTTAATATTCTGTTATAATGTAGAATTATTAATATTTATATAATTTTAGGATGCAGTGACAGATAATATAAATGTAGATTATTTATTTTAAAAGGATACTTCTACGATCTTTTCATCAGTTACATCTTTTCGTCCTAGCATCAATCTATTATGCCAAGATGTTACTTCATCTAAAGATTTTAGTTCTCTATATGTAGAATTAGTAATCTTATCATCATTGTTTGCCACTACATTATGTAAAAATGCACAACCTTCTAATAATTTAATATCAAAATCTTTAGGTACATACATAGAAAATTTTCTATCTTCTTGTTGTAAAACTTTGGTATGTAATACTTGTTTAATATATGTTTCGCAAAGATTAAGTTGTTGTTTATCGGAGGCAATCTTTAACATTCTAGTAAATCTAATAGGTTGAGTAATAGCAGTCTTAAAAAATTTCCAGGCTTCCATATTAATAACTAATAATTTATTATATATCTCATAGTTAACATATATATCTTTTATTAAATCATTTTTATATTATTTATTATTTTCATTTAACTAATATATTAAATAGTTTATCATCATTATATATAATAAATTATCACATATAATATATTTTTGTATATCGAATATATTACTTTAACATTCGATATACAAAAATTATAAACTTATATTATAGTATAATTATAGAAAATTATAATTATAGAGGATTATAAAGTTATAAGAGATTATAAAGTTATAGAAGATTATAAAGTTATAAGATTATAAAGTTATAAGATTATAATTATAGAAGATTATAAAGTTATAAGAGATTATAATTATAGAAGATTATAATTATAGAAGATTATAAAGTTATAGAAGATTATAAAGTTATAAGAGATTATAAAGTTATAAGAGATTATAAAGTTATAGAAGATTATAAAGTTATAAGAGAATATAAAGTTATAAGAGAATATAAGGTTATAGAAGATTATAAAGTTATAAGAGAATATAATAGATTATAAAGTGCCAAAGCCTCGCTTCACCCCATCTTCGATTGGGTTATAAGATATTATAATTGTAAAACATTACAATTATTATAGATTATAAAGTATTATAGAGTTATAATGAGTATGGTAAATTAATAGATTCTTCTAATTGTGGAACTTCTTGACTTTATAATGGGACTAGATACAGAACTAAATTCTTCATCCTTTATCACTTTAATATTTTTACTTTTTTTTGGGGTTGTTGATGATATCTGAACACTCTTTACATTCGATAATACTTGAACATTCTTTACACTATTAGGCTGAGCATTTAAGGATACTTGAATATTATTTACGGTATTAGATTTTCCATTTGATGATATTTTGATAGATTTGTCATTTGGTAATATTTGAACATTCTTGGAGTTAGGTTGTGGAGCAGGAGAGTCTGCCTCTGATGCCCCACAAATAATAGAACATGCAGCATCATCTCTATTCTTATACATATTAAATGCAGTTTCATAGTCAATAATAGCTTTGCCGATACGTTTATTTACGGTATTATGAAAAGTGAAGGTATATTTGAATAATCCATATTCGACATTTTTCATGGGTTCAATTGGATTCTTTTCAATATATTCTGTGGCATGTTTTCGACAGTTTAAACATCTAAAATTATAACAGGTAGTTTTAAATTGAGAAATAAAACAGTTCTTTTCTTGATCGGAATTACTTTCGTCTGCTACTAGTGCATTGGAATGAAATATATACCATGTAGGAGGACCATCTTTCTTCGATATATCTTCATGATCTTCGTTCTTTTCCGTTACGACAGCTTGTCCACGAGTTGACATTTAATATTTTAAAGAAATAATATTCAGATTTTTATTTTTATTTCCATTAAAACATTTCCGGATTTTATTTCCTACATATTTATTTCTATCTTCTTATATATATTGTTTCCTATTATCTTATAAATAATATAATGTACAACTTTATTATAATATATCACTCAGTATTTTTTCTTATCATCATTATATATTATAATTATTATAATAACCAAATATATAATAGTTTATTATATGCATTTACTTATATATATATCATCTTGTTATTTTCTACCATCTAAATATAATGAACTTCTATCTTCCCTTCTTAACTTACAAATAATATATGATAGATAAATTCATTACGATGAACATGTACATTTCTTAATTCCTTTATATTATACAGAAATTCATTTAAGTTGCAAATACGAAGAAAAAAATGGTATTAAATTATGATATATAAATACTATAAAATATGATGTCAAGTATACCATCCAATGAAATAAAAATATATAATTTATAATTTACAATTTATAATCTATAATTATATAATCTATAAAGTATAATCTGTAATCTATAATCTATAATCTATAAAGTATAATCTGTAATCCATAATCTATAAAGATAATTATAATCTATAATCTATAATCTATAAAGTATAATCTGTAATCCATAATCTATAAAGATAATTATAATCTATAATCTATAAAGTATAATCTATAATCTATAATCTATAATCTACAAAGTGTAATCTATAATCTATAATCTATAAACTATAAACTATAAACTATAATCTATAATCTATAATCTTATATAATCTATAAAGTATAATCTATAAACTATAAAGTATAATCTACAAAGTGTAATCTATAATCTATAAAGTATAATCTATAATCTATAAACTACAAAGTATAATCTATAATCTATAATCTATAAAGTATAATCTATAATCTATAAACTATAAAGTATAATCTATAATCTATAATCTATAAAGTATAAAGTATAAAGATAATTATATAATCTATAAACTATAAAGTATAAAGTATAAAGATAATTATATAATCTGTAAGTTATATAATGTATAAAAATAAAGATAAAGATAAAGTATAATCTATAAAGTATAATCTATAAAGTATAATCTATAAAGTATAATCTATAAAGTATAATCTATAAAGTATAATCTATAAAATATAATCTATAAAGTATAATCTATAAAGTATAATCTATAAAATATAATCTATAAAGTATAATCTATAAAGTATAATCTATAAAGTATAAACTATAAACTATAATCTATAAAGTATAAAGTATAATCTATAAAGTATAATCTATAAAGTATAATCTATAAAGTATAATCTATAAAGTATAATCTATAAAGTATAATCTATAAAGTATAATCTATAAAGTATAATCTATAAAGTATAATCTATAAAGTATAAACTATAAACTATAATCTATAAAGTATAAAGTATAATCTATAAAGTATAATCTATAAAGTATAATCTATAAAGTATAATCTATAAAGTATAAACTATAATTGTACAAAGTATAAAGTATAATCTGTAAAGTATAATCTATAATTTATAATATATAAAGTATAAAGTATAAAGTATAATTTATAAAGTATAAAGTATAATCTATAAAGTATAATCTATAATCTATAAAGATAATTATATAATCTGTAAGTTATATAATGTATAAAAATAAAGATAAAGTATAATGTATAAAGATAAAGATAATTATATTATAGTTATAATTATGTGAAGATTAATCTATTGGAGGTAAGACCATATCTGTAAGACGTTGGAATGGATTATCTGGAGATAAAGTAGTAACATCTCGAAATGCCCTAGCTCTCGGAAATCTAGGTAATCCATGAATTGTCAATCCTTGATATATATATGTTACCAATTTCCCAATGACCAAACTCGGATTCGCTAAATATGATCTTCTTTGATCTAATGGACATGTCATTCTTGCATTAAATTCCTTTCCATTTTTATCTTTTACTACAAATTTCGCAGCACCTTTTTCTCGACCTTTACAATCCTTAACTCCTATAATAATACCTTCATCATCATCTTCAGGTTTATACTTCAATATACGCTTACTCCTTCCATTCTTGTAGGTTGACATATCAAATCTTCTACTGGATACATTTTTCTCTGGATATGCTAATCTTCTTATTATAATACCCTCATATCCATCCTCCAAACATTTCTTATAATAGGTTATTAATTCTTCCTCATTCCATACTACATTAGCCATAACTAATCGAATATTATCTTCTACCACTGGTAAATTTTCTCCCTCATCATCCTCTTCCTTACTCTTATTATCCTCATTCTTAGTACCATCATCAATATTTTGTTTTGTAGTTATGGTATTTTGTACATATTGTTTATAAGCTTGCAAGAGAATATCATACCTTTGTTCGAACGAATATATTCCATTAACTTCAGGAATATAGACATCAAAGATATATAAGTATACTGTGGATAGTAAAGGATGTATATTAACATCACTTCTAATAATAGATTGTAATTCTTCGAAATCATAATCGTGATTGTACATCTCTCCATCAATAATAGATCCATCCGGCAAATACATAAATAAAGGAATTATAGAAGTTTCAATATGAGTTAGATGATGATAATCTGTATTCTGCCTTGATTTTATAATAATTCCATTTCCAGATAATCGTATTTTAACACGTAAACCATCTAATTTGGGTTCAACTGCTACAGGATAATCCCCTTTCTCTAATTTTGTCCATCCATTATCCCATTTTCGAGTTCCTTTATTTTTTTCCTCCTTCATCTTCTCATATTCAGACTTTGGAAGAAATTTATGACATAGCATAGGCTCCTTATCGAAATTTATATTCATTAATCTCTCTCCTATTAATCTATATCCCTTCCTATATTTTAATCTATATCTATTTCGTGCATTTAATATAGCTTGTTCACGTAAGGTATTTTTACTGGCTAATTGTACCTCTACTTCTTCAATTTGATGTTTGCCATCGAGATCGCCGTGAATAATTATAAGATTTTTTCCATCGAATCCGATTTGCCAGACTTGATCTTTGTTCAAAAGGGAGGTTTTGTATATTGGTTGGAAGAACCAAGGTTCTTTATTAGGATCATCCCTTACATTAAATACACAATCGCCATCTTCTAATAATTTCCATTTGGTGGCGTTCTCCATACTCTTTGTTACTCTTTCACCTTTTATATAATTTATTTCTTTAATCAAATTTTGGAATCAAAAAGAATAACAGCATAAAAAAGATTAAGCTAATAAAAAATAGGACACTCGTAATGTCAGATGTAAATATTCGACCAAGGTCTCCAAGAGACGATACTCATATACAGATATTTGGTAGACAATTAGATGTCGAAAGTTTGGCCAATTTAGGCCCCACTATTTTTAATATCCCAGATACTAATTCACAGATAGTACCAAGTTCACCCATAACAGTTTCTTCGGTAACTTCTTCTCCCACCCATATCCTATCTCCTTATAATCCTCCATTTTCATCAAATTCTTCTTACAATACCCCCCTTACTCCCCCATCCAATTCTAATCTCTCTCAATCCAATCGTCCTCAATCTCCTAGATCAAATCGTCCCCAATCTCCTAGATCAAATCGTCCCCAATCTCCTAGATCAAATCGTCCCCAATCTCCTAGATCAAATCGTCCTCAATCTCCTAGATCAAATAGAAGAAATGATGATATTTATCCATTGGTTAATATTGATGATATGCCAACAAATTTAAGTACACATGGGGCAGATGGAAGCATTATCGTACCAACAAATATAGAGGATTCACCTATACAAGTTCCTATAACACCTCAAGCCACTACTGCTAGAAGTAATAGACCAGTAGTTACTGCTAGAAGTAGTAGACCAGTAGTTACTGCCAGAAGTAACAGACCCTCAATTGAGGATAATAGAGTGATAGTTGACGCTAGAAGTAATAGACCATCAATTGAGGATAATAGAGCGATGGTTGAAGTTAGAAGTAATAGACAATCAATGGAGGATAATAGAGGGGTGATGGAAGCTAGAAGTAATAGAGTAGTGATAGATGATAGTAGAAATATGGGTAGGAATAGTATACCAGTAAATGAAGATAGCAATAGTAGAAATATACATAGGATAAATGATGAGAGAAATAATCAGAGGAATGTGGATAGTAGAAGAAGAGAGGAGGGTAGAAGGGAAAATGATTATGAAAGAAGAGAACAGGAACGTAGAGAACATGAAAGAAGGGAATATGAAAGAAGAGAATATGAGAGAAGGGAACAAGAGAGAAGGGAATATGAAAGAAGAGAATATGAGAGAAGGGAATATGATAGAAGGGAACAAGAAAGACAATCATATGATGATAAATTGATGACACCTAGAACAGATAGACCGACTGTTAATGCATCAATGGTAAATAATGCGGCGGTAATGAATGCAGGTGCGGTTAGTAGTGTAGGTAGTGAAGATGAAGATTTTAGTTATTTATCAGATGCGGAATATGCAGCAAAATTACAGGAAGATGTAGTCTTTTTAAATTTCTATGCAAGATCATATCCGGGATTGGGATTAATAACGGCGGCAGAGGGAGATAATTTAGAAGTTGTTCACGCTAAGAAAATGAAAGCGGAAAATTTGATAGCACAAGAACAAGGATTAGAGAAGTATAGAAAATGGTTGCAGATAGGATATTTGGCAATAGAAGCATTTTGTACATTGGTGTTGGGATTGAAGTGTGCAAATTTTGCAACAAGACAGAATAAGAAGATACATCAATTGGATATATTGTTATTGGAGATGACGAAGAGAAATGGAGTAGGTGGAGGATTAAGTTCATGGCCAGTGGAAGTTAGAATAGGAATGATTATGATAACACAAGCTATAGTGTATATATTAGTGAGAATGATAGCGGGAGCAATAGGTAATGGAAATGCGGATGAGATAGTGAATGCGATTGATGGAGAAGTAGTGAGTTATGTAAGTAATGGAGAATCGACGGGAGGAGTTAGTAAAATAATTGATGGCTTTGGAGGTTCAGGAAATATAATGGGAGCTTTAAGTGGATTGCTTGGCGGTGGTGGATTAAGTGGATTATTCGGTGGAGGTAAATCTAATAATACTGCAGCGACAGGAGGTGGTATGAAGACTAATTATAGTAGTGAATAATACACATCTTTTTAAAAAAGAAGGATATTAAAACGTGTTAAAAAAATAAATAAGGGAGAGAAAAGCAAAAGTGAAAACAAATGGAAGTAGCGCCCAGATACAATGAACTAATAAAGTTAGGATTAAAAATAGCTACCACGGAACCTGTCAACGAAGATATAAAGAAATGTATATTACAATTTCAAAATGCTATACCGGAGACTAATATTGGGAAACTTTCAGTTTTTGCGGAACAGTGGTATAAACGACACAGAAATGATTTATTAGTTACTCCAGTCGACGAAGAAGAACGAATTCTTGATGATTGGTTAAAGAATGGAGGAACTAATGTATATATTCAATATGCAGATGGTGTTCTACCAGAAAGACATTTAAAGAAGGAGAGACATAGATCAATAAGATTACCATTAGGTGAGATATATCAACAAGCAATTGTAAAATCGCAAACCAATGAAAGTATAAAGAATATACCTGATAGAATATTATTTAATTTATATAAATTAGCATCTATATTGGAGGAAGATCCGGTGGTAAAGTCTAAGTTGGATGATCATGCAACATATTTTGTTGGTAGTAGAACACCGGAATCAAATTTCTCTGATCCAAGAGCTATGATGGGATCAATGATGGAAAGTTTCAAAGGAATATTGGAAAATGCAAAGAATTTGAAGCAGGATGAAAAATCTAATCCATTAGAAGCATTACAGACAATTACTAAGGGTAATCCATTTGGTGAGATGATTAGTGGATTTATTAATGGTATGGGTCTTAAGAATGAGGATATGAATGATCCCGATGCCTTATTAAATAAATTTCAAAATGTATTAAGTAATGTATCCGAAGGAGATTCTACATTAACTAATCCCGTCAAATCTTTCTTAGAAAAGAATGAATAATATACTTCATACAATTATATATAATCTATTATATATAATATAATCTTTATTATGCTTCATACAATTCTATATAATCTATTATATAATGTAATCTTTATTATACTTCATACAATTCTATATTATACTTTATAATGTAATCTTTATTATACTTCATACAATTATCTATAATCTATTATATATAATGTAATCTTTATTATACTTCATACAATTATCTATATTATGTAATATGTGGTCTATTATATTATATATAATAATGTTAATAATCCAATATATATATAATACATTATAGTATAATAACATTATAATCTTTATAATATAAAATTTCTAATATATAACTTTAGTATATCTAATTCCATATTATAATATAGTAAATTATATAACTATTATAATTTAGATAATTATATATATAGTATGATGATATTTATAATTATGTAATCATAAATATTATTATATATTATTATATAGTAGTTTATATAATTCCTAGCTTTGTATAATTGAGATTATATAAAAATATAAGAATAATGGCATTGACTTTAATACCCTAATCTTATATAATATTTAATCAATGAGTACTACCCTATGAAAGAAATAATAGGAAAAGAAGAAAATATAGAGAAAGGGAAAAGGATAGATATGTATATTATAATATAAATTATAATATATAATATAAAATATATAATGAATTATGTATAATATGATATTATATAATTATATAGATAGCATATATAAATAAATTTATAATTATACTAATATCATATCATATATAATATATCTTATATATTATATAGGATTGTATTATAAATAAATATGGATATTATAATATAATTATAATATCTATATAATGTATTGATAGGATTAAGTAGAATAAAAGAAAGAATATATTATGATTAAAAATGTGATATAATATAAGATAGTTATAAAAGTTACAATAAATATTGAATATATATATAGATAAAGTAATATATGAGAATAAAAGTGAAAGGAGAATAAGGAGAGAAGAAAGAGGAGGAATGGAGGAAAGGTAATGATAAAAAGATGGGGGAAGGATGGATATAATAGGATATGTAAATATAGTATAAAGAATAAAATATTATAAGAAGGGGGAAAATGGGGAAGAATATAGAATGTGAGGATAAAAAATAAGGAGATAAGGAGGGAGGAGGATAGGAGAAAGGGAGGAGGAAGAATAGAAAGAGAAAGAGGGACGGAAAAGATAGGAAAGGGATGTAAAAAGATAAGAAGGGGAGAGGAAGAGAGAGAAGGAGTGAGCGAGATGTGTTTAGCAAAAAATCCGACAGTAAACAAAAATGTCATTTGCCAGCGATTTGAAAGAGTTATACCCAGCCGGTTGTGAAAAGCCTTGTGATAAACCCAAGCCTCCTTGTGCTGATCCTTGTGAGAAGCCAAAACCCCCGTGTGCTGAGCCTTGTTCGACAGGTTATGGTAATTGGGGTTATTCAATTGCTGCAGGTATAATTGTTGCTATTATAGTAGGATTTATCTTATATTTCGCTAAACCAAACTGGATATTAAAAGGATACGAATGTGATAAGAACGAATGTGACAGTGGAGTCAGGGGTAAATGTTGTGTCAACTGGGCCAAATTAGTTGGAATCAGCATATTAATTGGTATTCTTGCACTCATCATTGTGTGGTTCTTATGCCGATGCCGCAAATAAGAATGTAATTATAGTATAATCTAATATATATTATATAATATAAATAACAATCTTATTCCTAATAATTATTAGGAAGAGGGGGAAGAGATTATATAAATAAGTAAGGAGGCGAGGTTTATCACTTGCTATCTTTAATATGGAGGCTTTGTCATTTTATGCTATATTATACAATTCTATAATTTTATAATCTTCTATAACTTTACAATTCTACAATTCTACAATTCTACAATTCTACAATTCTACAATTCTATAATTGTATAACTTTATAATTCTATAACTTTGTAATTGTATAACTTTATAATTCTATAACTTTGTAATTGTATAACTTTGTAATTGTATAACTTTATAATCTTTTATAACTTTATAATTCTATAACTTTGTAATTGTATAACTTTATAATCTTCTATAACTTTGTAATTTTTTATAACTTTATAATTATATAACTTTATAATTATATAACTTTATAATCTCTTTCAACTTTATAATCTTCTATAACTTTATAATTGTATAACTTTATAATCTTCCATAACTTTATAATTGTATAACTTTATAATCTTCCATAACTTTATAATTGTATAACTTTATAATTCTATAACTTTGTAATCTCTTTCAACTTTATAACTTTATAATCTTTTATAACTCGACTTATCATCTTTAAATGATAAGGTGACACTTACTTTATAATCTTCTATGACTTGATCTTATACAATTCTATAATTGTATAACTTTATAATTTCTTATAAGTTTATATTTTATTATATAAAATGGTATTAATACTAGTACCATAGAATTATATAAATTCTATATGATGTGGTGTCATACACAGATAAAAAAGGAAAACAATATATAAAGTATTTATATACTTTATTTAATTGGTATTATAACATGGTGATTATTTGATTTCTAATTATGTAATATATATATTATTTCTATGTATACCACCACATCATATAGAATTTATATAATTCTATGGTACTAGTATTAATACCATTTTACATAATAAAATATAAACTTATAAGAAATTACAAAGTTATAGAAGATTATAGAATTATAAAGTTATAGAATTATAAAGTTATAAGAGATTATAGAATTATAGAATTGTATAATATAGAATTATAAAGTTATAAGAGATTATAGAATTATAGAATTGTATAATATAGAATTATAAAGTTATAAGAGATTATAGAATTATACAATTGTATAATATAGAATTATAAAGTTATAAGAGATTATAGAATTATACAATTATAGAATTATAAAGTTATAAGAGATTATAGAATTATACAATTATAGAATTATAAGAGATTATAGAATTATACAATTATAGAATTATAAAGTTATAAGAGATTATAGAATTATACAATTATAGAATTATAAGAGATTATAGAATTATAAGAGATTATAGAATTATAAGAGATTATAGAATTATAAAGTTATAAGAGATTATAAGAGATTATAGAATTATACAATTATAGAATTATAAAGTTATAAGAGATTATAGAATTATAGAATTATAAAGTTATAGAAGATTATAAAGTTATACAATTATAGAATTATAAAGTTATAAGAGATTATAGAATTATAAAGTTATAAGAGATTATAGAATTATAGAATTATAGAATTATAAAGTTATAGAAGATTATAGAAGATTATAAAGTTATACAATTACAAAGTTATAGAAGATTATAAAGTTACAGAATTATAGAATTATAGAATTATAAAGTTATAGAAGATTATAAAGTAGAGCTTGACATCATATGATGTCAAGTGCTTCGCCCCATCTTCGATTGGGTTATACAATTATATAATTGTATAAGACAAAGTTATAAGAAATTATAGAATTATAAAACATATGATAACTAAATTATCTTGTGTACATCACGCTGCTTACTTGGTCCAATAGACGTAACCTGTTCAAAATGGATAACATTATCATCATATATCCTACCTTTTGGATGGGATATTAATGCCGTAACCCATATCGTTCCATCAGAATTCTTTGATAGTATATTAGTAGATATAACACCCTCTGTCTTCCTAAATTTATCTAAATCCTTAATAATATAAGCTTGTTGAATTCTTTCCATTTTATTAATAATACATTTATAATAAATGTATTATCAATTATACAATCACATGATAATTTAGGCAGATCTGTTGCTGCGAGCACTCTTAACACTGGAGTCTCGTTGTCTCTTAATCTCAGCTAAGTTATTCTTAACCACCATATACTCAGTGGCAAGTTGCTGATAGAAGACAGAGGGGAAAACAGGTTGAGCTGGACTAGCTAAGTAAATTCTTAAGAAACCTAATTGATCTTGAGATAACTGACCAGCAGCAACCATTCTTAAGACATCATTTTGATTTTCATCAAGAGATGCACGTCTATCAGGGCTAGATGGTTGATTATTAGCTGCGGCTTGTAAATCAGTGAGAGTTAAACCGCTATAGTAAGTCTCCTTGATAACGTGCTTGTTAACAATAACACTAATATCCTTAGGGCGGAAACCATCGATACCACTAGGCTTTAAGATCTTAAGAACTGCAACCTTAGCGGCATTCTTATAAGATTTGCTGTACTTGGTGGGCTTAGCAACAGCATCTTGAGTTAAAGCATTAAGATCATTGGCGAAGTACTCTTGGAGAACACGATCGGTTCTGTAGTAAGTACCACCCCATGATTGTAAATCATTCTTAGGATCAACTTCCACAGAGAGATCATTGTTATAGATATATAAGTAGAAGAGAGTGCTAACAGTGTTAATAGTTGTCAATCCTTGAATAGCTTGGGGTAAAGCTTGAGATACTCGACGTCTGTTAACAGAATTGTCAGTGATATCTAGACCAAAACCTCTGCTTCCTAATGTTTCAAATTGATCTTCAGCAATGAATTGACGCATTAAAGTATCAATAAGAACTGGCTTGTAGATACCACCGTCCTTGAGAGTTTGTCGTTGACTTCTCTTGCTAGACTTAACCCAGCCGAAGATATCCTTGCGAATAATCTTAGTTATTTGAGATACTAAATTATTAATCTCCTTCTTTCCTAAGGTATAAGCAACACCTCTAACGGTTGCTGATGGCTTAACTCCGGTTCCGTATACTTTAGCGGCCATTCTGAATACCTTTCTAACTCGACCAGCAAGTGTCTTTAATTCATCACGGACTTGCTTGGTAGTTCGGGTACCTCTTGTGCTTTTCTTTTCCTCTAAACCACCTGCCATCTTAATATATTTCTTGACGGAATCTGGTTGTTGTGCAAGAGGAATTTCACCTTGACTTGATGCGATAATAGGGATTTCTACACCAGGTTGTAATTCAGCATTGGTAGCGTTGATGGTTCCACCAGTAACTTGGATTTGTTGAGATTGTGCCATGTGTGTTTTTGTTAATGCCAGAGGATTTATTTATGAAAATCATAAAGTTCGATTTAGGATTTTTTTTTCTTTAAAGACTAGATCAACAGAATGCAAAGAAAGTCTTAACATGAACTCCAACGATATCAATAACAACGAAAGAGCCATACAAAACGCTCTTTTTTATCATTTGTATAAAAAGCATGATAATGAGAATTCACCTATCTCATCTTTCGCGCCTACCCCTGAGCGTTCACTTATTTATTCTCCATCTTCTCACATTGTTCCCCATTATCTATGCGTCGATAAAGCCAAAACTGAACAAAATAAAACTGGTTTAAATAGACTCCATGAATTATATGATAAAACTCTCAGCTATAATCTTAATCATATTAGTGATGCAGATTTTATTATAGCCGCTATTCTAGAGCAAGTTCTCCCCAGAACCGAAGTTAAACGAAAATATGTAGGTATGATAGAAGTTTGTTGGATGCCTAATATCGGTAATAATATTCCTCAGTCTTTCTATTTAAAATATGCTTCCGATGTAAATTTTAGTAGGAAGGATAGTGTCGACATGGATAATTTTCTTTCTTGGTGCATCAGAAATAAACATAATTATAATAAGCATATAGGAAATGTTCCAGAGTTAACCGAATGGAATACTATTCTACCTAGATATGAATTAGGTATCTTATTACCAGCTTGTTTCTCGGATGGTGGTCCCACGGCATTACCTATATTCTTAGGTGGTAAGAATTCAAACTTCGAGTTAATCATAAATATTAGAAATAGATTAAGTAATTTATTAAGAATGAGAAGAAAGGGAAAAGATGGTGTCTGGCAAGAAATTAGAGCAAATACTAAATATCTTGTCGGCTTCAAAAAGGAAGAATCTATCTCATTACCAACTTTACGATGTGAATACACCACCGACATTGGTGGTTATAAAGAAAGTATCTTATGTCAAGGAGTCCTAGTTCAATATATACGAGAAGTTATAAACTTAGACAGAGATGAAACTGCAAGATTAGGAAGCACCGTAAAAATTCCAATAAATAAACCAGGTCTAAGTCAAGCCATTTTTGTCACTTCTTCTGCCGTATCCTTACATAAACCCACTTCCAAGGATACATCACTCGTACCCCTTAATTATTCCAATTATACTACAAATATCTATGATGTAAAATCAGGATATTCACCAATTGAATATATTGCGGTGAAATATGGAGATAAATATAAGATAAGTCCAATGTCAGCAAGTGCATTGGCATTCCGTGCTGGAGGAGATTTCTTAGGTACTCCTGAAGTAAATGGATATAATGCGATTGCCTTATCTAATGCTCCACTTTCTGATTTAGTCTACATTCCAATTTCTTGGCCATTATCTGAATTAGATGCATCATTAGAAATTAAATTAGGAGATACAAATCCATATTTAATGGAGGGTGATAAGTCTGATGAAGAAGAATTTGAGAATTCAATGGAGGAGTCAACAACTGACGTCAAGAATGTTGAAGTTGAAAATATTTTCACGGATATTAATTCCAAAATTTCCCCCGCTAGTTCCGTATATGATAAAGTCATGCAATCTAAGATATTACATGAGAAAGCAATTAATGATAAGGTATTTTCTGTCCCAGAAGATTATAATGTCTATGTTAGACTTGTAACTATTAGAAGATTAGTGTTTAGAAGAAAGGGAGTTGATGGTCCATGGGTTGCATCCTTCGAAGAAGAGAAAGATTTAAATATAGAAGATGAAATTTATACTAATAAGTAATATACATATTAATTTAGTAATAATATAAATTATAAGATTATAATTCTTATAATTGTTTTTAATCTTATCATATAGAATTATCTTTATAGATTATAGATTATAGTTATATAAAATTATCTTTATAGTTTATATAATTATCTTTATAAATTATATAATTATGTTTATAGTTATATAGAATTATCTTTATAGATTATAGATTATATAATTATGTTTATAGTTTATAGATTATAGAATTATCTTTATAGTTTATAGATTATGAATTATAGATTATAGAATTATAAAATTATAGTTTATAGATTATGAATTATAGATTATAGAATTATAAAATTATAGATTATAGTTTATAGAATTATAGTTATAGATTATAGATTATAGATTATAGATTATAGTTTATAGATTATAGATTATAGATTATAGTTTATAGATTATAGTTTATAGATTATAGATTATAGATTATAGATTATAGATTATAGATTATATAATTATCTTTATAGATTATAGAATTATAGTTATAGATTATAAATTATACATTATAGATTATAGATTATAGAATTATCTTTATAGATTATAGATTATAAATTATAGTTTATAAATTATAGTTTATAGATTATAGTTGTATAGTTTAGATTATATAGATTATATAGATTATAATTTATATAGATTATAGTTTATATATAGTTATAAGGTAAAGTAAAAGAAGAATATGATATTAATAGTAAGGATATAAAATACTGTAATATTAATTTTATGTGTACCATCACATGAAACAAAATATGTAATTAATATAACATGAAACATAATATAGTTATAAGGTAAAGTAAAAGAAGAATATGATATTAATAGTACGGATATAAAATACTATAATATTAATTTTATGAGTACCATCACATAAAACAAAATATAATGTTTGGTGAAATTAAATGACATAATATAGTTATAAGGTAAAGTAAAAGAAGAATATGATATTAATAGTAAGGATTATTATCTATTGTACTTTATTGTACTTTATAAATATATTACGTCCTTAAATTCACCAAACATTATATTTTGTTTTATGTGGTGGTACTCATAAAATTAATATTATAGTATTTTATATCCTTACTATTAATATCATATTCTTCTTTTACTTTATATTATATCATTATACAACTATAATCTATAAAGATGATTATATAACTACAAAAATAATTATAATCTATAATGTATAACTATAAAGATAATTATATAACTACAAGGATAATTATAATCTATAATGTATAACTATAAAGATAATTATATAACTACAAGATAATTATATAATCTATAATCTATAAACTATAATCTATAAAGATAATTATATAACTATGAAGATAATTATATAATCTATAATCTACAATCTACAATCTATAATCTATAATCTATAATCTACAATCTATAATCTACAATCTATAATCTATAATCTATAAAGATAATTATATAACTACAAGATAATTATATAATCTATAAACTATAATCTATAAAGATAATTATATAACTATAAAGATAATTATATAATCTACAATCTACAATCTACAATCTACAATCTATAATCTATAATCTATAATCTATAAAGATAATTATATAATCTATAATCTACAAAGTATAATCTATATAAACTATTACAATCTATAATCTATAATCTATAATCTATAATCTATAAAGTGTAATCTATAACTATAATCTATAATCTATAATCTATAATCTATAATCTATAATTTATAAATTATAATCTATAACTATAATCTATAAAGATAAAGATAATTATATAATCCATAAAGATAATTATATAATGTATAAGTATAAAACTATAATGTTATAAATTATAACATTATATATAACCTATGAAATAATAATTCATAAGTTGATAATGAATTAAGAGGTGCTACCCTCACTTGCATTATCCCTAAGATAAATCTTTAATTCTCCATAAGTTGATATCGGAACTAAGAACATCATAGGCTTATCCTTTTCGAAATACATATTAATGTATCCATCACAAATATTATTAAGTTTACCAAAAGCCTTCAACTCATTCATACTTAAGGTAATCGATAATATAGGAGAATCTTGTAATTCGACATATTGGGAACCACATTGCATTAAACTAGTTCGTTGTCCTAATGTATATTCATAAATATTACTCTGTCCAGCAACATGTCCTCTAATAAATAATCCTCTTGGATATCCAACAAATTCTACCTTATTACATTTATTATTAGAGATAAGTGTACATGACTCCACGAAATTATTAATTGGAATGGAACAGTTAGGAGAATTTAATTTATATTCTGGCGCTTGATATTCGATATGTGAAAAGTATTGTAATGGTTTAATCTTTCCCTCTCCAAATCCTGATCTATCCCCATTCTTACAATCCCTATCCAATGATATTATAAATGTTCTATCCCCCTGATGCATATATAACGATATAGATCCATTCTTTACTGCATTCTTCGTTGTTAATCTAATCGTATCATTAGATAACGGTACTGATATTTCATCGGCAACAACCTTTCCATCTTCACCAATCACAGATGAAAATCTATAATTTGGTCCTAATTTATCAGCATATATGGATACTTCATTTAAAATTATCATATCACCATTTGATTGGGTATAACGTATTCCTTTATTGTTAAAAATATATAATCCTTCCATGTTAGTAGATTTTAGATACTCAATAAGACTTTTAAAGCAACAGCTATGATTTTTCGACAAATAACAATAAAAAATATGTTTATCCTCCATTTATATTTAACTCCATCAACCTCTTTAAGATATTATCATCCCTTTTTTTTCTCTCCCTCGACTCTATTCATTTACTCCTAACCACCGACTCTTATTACACATAAATACCATTAAAATTTGTATTTATTAAGAGGGAATATATATGTGTATATAAAGAGTAAAATAATGGATAAAAGGAATTAAGGAGGAGAGAAAAAGATGGAGTTGACACCAAGTCAGAGAGAAATACATAAGGAAATATTATCGTTATTAACGGAGAGTCCATTCAATGCAATATTGATTAAATCAGAGAGAGGTTGTGGGAAGACAACTATATTCAGTGAATTAGAAAAAACTTTGAAAGATTACAGATTTGTATGGGTAACCTTAGAATTACTACATACAAAGAATAGAAATGGCCTAAGTAGTCAAACATTCTTTGATATATTAATAGAAGAAGTAAGATCTGAGGATCCTGTTGTGGTAGTAGTAGATGATTTAGATAGTATAGAAGAGATTATAGGAGATACATATAGTAAAAATAGAGGAATGGTTATATCAGGATTACGACGTGTTATATCATTAATCGTAAAACATAAGAGAAATAAACTACTCATAGGATCAAGTTGTAGTTTACAATTTAGTAGTTTAAGTAATTGGTGGCCACTTAATATTGAATATAAAATAGAGGATATCCAATGGATATTAGACAAACATTTAACTCTCAATATAAATAAAAGTGATCTATCGAAATGGATATTAAAATTAGATAAGACACAATCATTAGGTACTATTATTCGTATAATTAATTATTTGAATATGAAAATTGGAAAGTTAATATGTGGAGGGGAAATAAATGTAGAAAATATATTAAGAGAACAATATCAAAAACAATTATCAAAAATTAAGGGATATGATGTAATAATGGCGGATATACCAGCAATAGATCCAAAATATGATTTAGTGGGTTTGGAACATATAGTGGAATATATACAAGAATCAATTTTGGGTCCATTAGAATTAAATAAACTGGATCAAGTGCCAATAAAGAAGGGACTTATAATATGTGGACCACCAGGAACAGGAAAAACCACTATAGGTAGATGGTTATCTGATAAATTATTAGGAAGATTTTATATGATAGGAGGGGAAATGGGGGTAAGTGGTCCTGAGTTAATAGATGCTTTAGATCAAACAATAGATAAGGCCGCACAAAATCCTCCTGGAGTTATTTTTATTGATGATGTTGATAATATTTTTACTCATGATGATAGTTATAGAGCATTTTTAACATTATTAGATGGTGTTGCCAATAAGAATCGTAGTCTAGTTTGTATAATAGCGACATGTAATGATATAACTAAGTTAAATTTGCCATTGGTTAGAGGAGGTAGATTAGAACATATTTTACAAACTTCCTTACCAACAAATAATGATATTAAAATATTAGTAATACAATCAATTGATAGGATTAAGGAAATATGTAATTTGGAGATTAAGGAGAGTTATTATGAGATATATAAGAGATTTATGGGGTGGAGTCCAGCAGATGTTAGAAGATGGAAAGATGATGTAGTTCGTAGCATGTCATATAATCCAAAACAAGATATTTTAAAAGTTTTCAATAATAAAATAGATAATATAAAGAAATCATATGATATATTCACTAATGGATTAGATGGTATAAATCATTCCAATTCCTTAGTTTCTTAATTATATACAATTTATAATCTATTATGCATTATATAATGCATAATCTATATCTATTATAATAGATAGGAAACTTTATAACTATTATAATCTTTTATAATCTTCTATAACTTCTATAACTTTATAATCTTCTATAACTTTATAATCTCTTATAACTTTATAATTTTATAATCTTCTATAATTTTATAATCTTCTATAACTTTATAATTTTATAACTTTATAATCTTCTATAACTTCTATAAAGTTATAATTCTATAACTTTATAATCTCCTATAACTCCCATAAAGTTATAATTCTATAACTTTATAATCTCTTATAACTTTATAATCTTCTATAATCTTCTATAACTTTATAATCTTTTATAATTTTATAATCTTATATGACTTTATGAAATTACAATCTTCTATAACTTTGTAATCTCTTATAACTTTATAAAATTATAATCTTCTATAACTTTATAAAATTATAATCTTCTATAACTTTATAAAATTATAATCTTCTATAACTTTATAATCTCTTATAACTTCTATAAAGTTATAATTCTATAAGTTTGTAATTCTATAATATTCTATATCTATTATAGAATAATTATAATCTAGATTGTGATCCTATAATGTAACTGGAGGGGATTACAATAGAGAAGAAAAATTATAATATTTAGGCAGGAGTAATGGTAAAATAATACTATTGATTGACATTACTGAAGTAGGTTGTGGGATAGAAGTTTTTGTTATATGAGGAGCGGCATGTTTCAAAAACATAAAGAATTGTACTCCATTAGAATTGAAATATGCATTATTATTAAATAAATCTAATTGTGGTTTGTTATTTTTAATCACATTAATTAAGTCCAAGAATAAGTTTTCATTTGCCATATTTACAAAGGTTTGTATGGCATCATAAGAATTTCCAGCATAATTATTATCATATTTTGGTGCTATTGATGTAAATAAATACTTCTTATCAGCTTCCGTAAATCCAAGGTTTAAATGTTTAATCATATAACCAATTAATGCGTTAATACTAATATATCTCTTGGATGTTCCCATTTCAGAAGTTGTATTATAAATATTGTTTTCAGTATATCCTCTTTGAAATTTATCATCATTAAAAAAATATTCACTAAAATTACTCCATAAATATTTAATATTTGCACCTGGTAAAGCCAATATTCCCGGTCTAATGATATTAACAAGGACATCTTGTGGTATTAAATCTTTATTACCACCATTAGAAATATAATATCTTAAGGTATTAATATTTTCATTATTACGAATTATATTATTGATTATGTTAGAAAGTTGTATATTAGGAATATCTGTACGATTATATTTAACAACATAAGAGACATCTTTAAAATTGTTTAAATTTAACATATCGTATAAAATATTAGAAGGATAGTTAAGATAAAATGCTCTTTCTAAAAAATAATGATAATCATTTGGAAAAGTATTCATAGTGTTAATATCCGGATACAAATATTTTAACAATTTATTACTTTGATATTCATTTAAGGAATTTAACGACGGATAATCTCCTAAATATTCTTTTATGTCTTGCATTTAATATATTATTATAATTTATTTTAATAAATTATAATAAGGTAGATTTATTTAAAACAAAATATAATTATCAATCAAAGAGATATCAGTAATTGATAAAACCGGAAAGTTCATACATGTTGGGAAATTAAGTTTTCTATTAATATCTTCAATAGATAAAGGCTCATCAATTTCAGTTGCACAAATCATACAAGGAATAGAACCTTCCGCTGTATTACAATTATATGAAATGGCCTTATTAATGGGCAAAAAGTTACCTTGGAATAAAGTGGAGACGGACATTGTAATGTTAAGTTGTGTTGTAGCGTGTACCTATATGAGTTATTAATAATAAAAATAAAAATCAATTTTATACAATGATAAAGAAATAATATATTAGTAAATGGAATTATATAATAACAATAAAACGAAATTCCCGGAAGATAATGGAAAAGAGAAAAGAGAAGATGATTATAGAAGGGAAATAATATGTGTTATATTAGCACATTTATCATCAACCTATTCTGTAATGTTAACAGAAAGGACATTGGACTCCACGACAGAAAGATTACGTCCAGATAAAATAATATTGATACATTCAGGAATATTTGAACCTCCTAATTTAGAACAAAGTAATGATATATGTTACATGAAAATTAAAATGAATGAAAGAGTTGAATTTAAATCAAGTCAATCCATATTAAACTACGTAGATGATGAAGATTTAATAATATTTATAAATATAGGGGACGTTTTTTGGTATACAATAAGGAAAGATTTATATAATATTTTAGAGATGGGATATAAATGTTCGGAAGGGTTATCATATTGTACATTATATCATTATAGAAATTGTCCAGTAGATGCCAAAACTGATATGTCAAGTTATGATATAAAATATGATTTTAGTGGATGTTTTTGTATAGGTTCTATACTTAAGGACTACTTTAATCCATTAACTAGGAAGAATATAATAGAAAGAAGTGGAGAATCAGATGATGATCTAAGTAATGAAGATTATATATTTTGTAAGTATTATCTTCCTCAAGCCGAAGGATTTATAAAAAAATATTCTAAACCATGGATTTTCAATAAAGGCAGTCCTAGAATTCAAACTCGTCTATCACATGCTTCACATCTTTAATTTCCTCCACCAAACATGGATATATTACTTCTGCAGTTTTTAATCCCTTATTTACTATATTCCTTAGATTTGTTATAGATACGTTTTGTAATTTGATAAAATCAAAGGTAATAATGGGATCGTTAATAGATGTATCGAAAGTAGGCTCCACATGAACAAGAGTTTTCCATATTTTTGTATCTTTATTATCATACATATATGATATATTATTTAATAATAATTCTATATTATCATATGAATCGACACGGAGAGAATATTCCTCACTAAAACTTTGTATTACATATACCTTATCATTTTTATTAATTAAGGTTAATACATGAAATCCTGCATACAATGGATATATTCCCTCAATATTAATAATTAAAAATTTATAATTATAGAACTTATCGATAAGATTATTTATAATGTTATGACAACCAATTCCATATATTCTATATGATTCATAATTCTGATGTTGATTGTGATATAAAGTTTTATTGATGTCGTAGTGGTAATCATGGAAAATTTTGGGTGTGTTGGTTAGAATATTAAGTAGGAGATTAGAAGTTATATAACATTGAGTCTTTGTAAGAGTAATAGATTTCTCTATACATTCATCATCATCATCCATTATTAGACGAGAATCTTCATATAATGAGAAGCAAAGATTGAGATTTGCTCCATGAGATTGTAATAAGGCAATTATATTGTCCATAATATTCATATTCTATTATAATATAATATCTTATTATAATAAATCAATTATAAACTATCTTATCTTTATAAATTATAAATTATAAATTATAAATTATAATATCCTATCTTTATAATTTATAATCTATCTCATCTTTATAAGTTATAATCTATCTCATCTTTATAAATTATAATATCCTATCTTCATAATTTATAATTTACTCTTATCTTCTATACAATTATAAAATATGGTATTGGAAATATGGTTAAAATTACATATAAATCTGATGGTATGGGGTGGTATACATAATAAAAATTCATCTTAGTTAAAATAGAAAATAGAAAAGAAATAATACTAAATTATATGACAATCAATGATATATATAATTATAATATTTATTATAATTATACTGAACTTTTATTATGTATACCACCCCATACCATCAGATTTATATGTAATTTTAGCCATATTTCCAATACCATATTTTATATGTTTATATCATGTTTCATAATTTTGTATCCATACGATAATTTATAAAGATAGGATAAGATAGTTTATAATTTATAAAGATAAGATAGTTTATAATTTATAAAGATAAGATAGTTTATAAATTATAAAGATAAGATAGTTTATAAATTATAAAGATAAGATAGATTATAAATTGTAAAGATGAGATAGTTTATAATTTATAAAGATGAGATAGTTTATAATTTATAAAGATGAGATAGTTTATAATTTATAAAGATGAGATAGTTTATAAATTATAAAGATAGGATAGTCTATAAATTATAAAGATAAGATAGATTATAATTTATAAATATGAGATAGTTTGTAATTTATAAAGATAAGATAGTTTGTAATTTATAAAGATAAGATAGTTTATAATTTATAAAGATAAGATAATTTATAATTTATAAAGATAAGATAGTTTATAATTTATAAAGATAAGATAATTTATAATTTATAAAGATAAGATAATTTATAATTTATAAAGATAAGATAAATTATAATTATAAAGATAATTATAATATTCTAACTTTGTTATCCTAGTCTCTTATTCTGGTAACTGTCATTGGAAATAGTTATAAGATTTAGAAAAAGAATAATTACATGGGTCGACTGTTAAGTCTTCGTTTTATTAATTCAATAAGACCATCCTCAGGTCTCAAACATGTCACAATATCACTTCCAACATCTACACCTATAGTTTCATAATGTCCACCTGTATATAATACCATAATTGATGGTCGTCCTTTATATAATAATTCATATCTATCACCAGTTCTATATATATCTTGGGTCTTCTCATCTAGTAAATAAATGTCATGTTCAATAGCATCAGAAATAAATTCCAAGTATACATGATTGACAGGACTATTGCTATTTAATTCTCGTTGTAATTCCTGCAATGAATATCCTCTAACATGTTTAGAATATTCTGATAGATATCCAGAACCAAGTGTATCATAATATGTTGGACTATTTATATTATTAGGATCTACCTTTTGACCTAATCTATCCGCTAATTCTTTTCTGAACTTTCTTACTATCTCATTTTTACTCATATAATGTCCATTTACTTCTTCTTTTCTATAAGATACGAAAAATGCATTACAAACAGCATGGAAGAAACATGATCCATCTCCTAATGTTTTAATAGACACTAAATTTGGATATCTTAATGGTCCCCTCCATCTTAAATATCTAATATTATCTCTTTGTATGCTCATATTCTTTTATATCTCTTGATTCTTTATTTAAGAATTTTTATAATTCATTTTATTATATACTAAACTCTTTTTATTATATTATATATTAACTTTATATAATATCTTATTCAATCATTATCGTTTACAACTATCTCATATTCATATAATTATTAAATTAAAGAATATAATGGTATTAACTTTACCATGTATAATATTCTTATTTTTATTCTAATGTATACCACCTCGTGAGTTATAACTCACATTTTACAATATAAATAATAAAGAATAGAAGTATTAATAACTATATTTAAAATTGTCTTCTATTATTAGATTATTCTTTTAAGTCATTATAAAAATTCTATCTTCCTAACTTTATAATTATATATTATACAAAATATTTTTCATTCCATTATATATAATTATAAAGTTGGGAAGATAGAATTTTTATAATGACTTAAAAGAATAATCTAATAATAGAAGACAATTTTAAATATAGTTATTAATACTTCTATTCTTTATTATTTGTGTTGTGAAATATGACTTTTATTCATAAGGTGGTATACATTAGAATAAAAATAAGAATATTAGATATATTAAAGTTAGTATCATTATATCATTACATTTAACAATTATATAATATAAGTAATCTCTATAATCTATAAAGATAATTCTATAATCTATAAAGATAATTCTATAATCTATAAAGATAATTCTATAATCTATAAAGTATAAAGTATAATCTATAAAGGTAATTATATAATATAAGTAATCTCTATAATCTATAAAGATAATTCTATAATCTATAAAGATAATTCTATAATCTATAAAGATAATTCTATAATCTATAAAGTATAAAGTATAATCTATAAAGGTAATTATATAATATAAGTAATTATATAATCTATAAAGTATAATCTATAAAGGTAATTATATAATATAAGTAATTATATAATCTATAAAGTATAAAGTATAATCTATAAAGTATAATATATAAAGATAATTATATAATAGATAATTATATAATTTACAATATTATGCAGTGAAAATAGTTAAACTATGATCATTAGGGAATGCTGATTGTAATGTACCATCATCATTAAGTAATACAACGGTTTCAAAATGTCCTCCATTACCAACAATAAAAACATTCCAATCATAACGTCTTTCTGTTCTCTCATGTATGTATACCATATTCTGTAATCCATGTAATATAGTAATATTAATTCCTATCATATCAGCAATGTATTGATACATTTCATTACCTATATTCATAGAAGAGCGAAGTAGTTTATCAATACCCTCAAGAGAGAAATTTACCTCTAGGTTAAGATTTGAACTCTTTTGTTCATTGGCTAGAAGAGTCCACTGTCCCCCATTAGCCATTTCATAATTACTCTTACTAGGATCGACTACCGACGGCTTTACCAAATTATCCGCTAACTCATTTCGTATCGTTCTAACAATACCTGTTCTCATTCCATAACTCTTATTATTTATATAAGGTGCATAAAATGCTTTTAAAACTGCATGTATGAAACATGATCCATCCCCTATTGTCCCTAGTCTATATAAATCTTTAGAATATTTTTGACCATTCCTAAGTAATTGTGGTAATTTTTCTAGTCTGTCATCTCCTGTCGCCTTATCATTCAGATTACCTGTAGATGACACAGGAATAGTATATAATGCAGGTCCACCACCTATACTTTTTGAATTATCTACTGGAGATGAAAATTGTAGATATCCAATGGAAATAATATCAGAAAGAATACGTTCTCTTGAAGATAAAAATCTTTCTCCACTTAGTCTCCTTCTCTCCATAAGTTTCATTTCTGTAACCTTAAATGGAATATCCATAATAAAAGGTAATGTAATTATTGTCCCATTATAATTTAACGTCTTTGGAGTGGATAGGAAGAGTACATCATTATCAAGATTAATTTGTTCATATATAGCACCAGCAAACATAGGAGTAAATAATTGTTTAACAGCATCTCCATCAATCATATTAAATGCTACGATAGATTGTGGAAGAAGAGACGACCTAATAAAAGAAATAAGTTTACTTAAAGTATCTTCTGATTCCCATAAAGAAGTACTATTTCTGCCTAAATATAAAAGATGAACAGATGTAATATTAGTAGAGGTAAGGGGGACCGCGTTTATAAAATACGATGTAAGAATAGAAATATCGGAGGGATCTGCACCATAATACACTACATTAAGATTATTTCCAAATTTAGAAATAAGGGAAGAGAAAAGTCTAGAGAATAAATCATGAAGTCTGGAATTATGATAGTTATCCATTAATTGTAATGATGTACCCAATAAAGTATCTTCTGATATTGGATTAGAGGAAGATATAAGAATATCCTCGATAGTTTGGGAACTATTAGGACGAAGTTTATCATCTCGTATTCTATTAATGTTTAAGGTAGAGGATTGATCTAAGGAAACCTCTAAAATAGAGCCAGAGGGGATATTATTAGATTTTAGATAATCAAGCGATGAGGTACTAAGAGAATATGGGAATTTAGAACCATTAGCATCAAGAAGATCAGCGGAGGGAGTCATATCAGGATTAATACGAGAGAAATATTGAAGATCAAAGAATAAGGAATCCGTAGGTCTCCAAATATAGTTTGGAGGAGTAATAGTTTCATGTAAACCAGATAGAATAGGATTATATGGAGTATTGTTGGATCTGAATATTAAACCTTTAGTTTTATATGAGAGTTTGGTTCTCATACTGAGCATATCCATCATAACTTTATAGAAGAAGGGGACACTATCCATATTAGTAATGGGATTAACAGTAGAATATGGACCTGTAGGTTTGGGAACAACGCCACGATCTGGAAGAAATCCTATTTGTCCAGTGCGAAAATCATAGCATTTCATAGTATCCACTCGTAATATATTACTTTTAACACGATCGGCGACATATTGTGCCTGGAGCATTCTTTTATTATGAGGTCTATCCATAACGGATTTATTATTCTCAAAGAGAAGACAATCATAAGCAAGATACCAATATTTAGAAATAGGAGAACCTTCATGACGAGAAGAGTTAGGGATTAGTTCACCGTCGAGAACAAGAGGTACAACATTTTGTAAGGAACGATCCACATCAGATAGGTCTAAAATTTTAGAGACTTCAGATTTCCATATTAACCAAACACCGGAATAGTCAATAACTAAAAATTTTCGTATACCATCTGGTTTATTGCAGACATTATATGCGGTGTTTGGATTACCTAAAAGATCTCCCCAAGTCATATGATCGAGACGTAAAGTTTTGAATAGGGAAGGTATGGAGTCTTCTAAAGAGGTAGAAGTTGATTTTAGGAAAATCATATTTAGGTCTCTGAGTAATTTTATTTTCTGAGAATTTGAATAAAGAAGGGGACTATCTTGAATAAGTTTTGTGATATCAACGAGAGATTGTTCTAAGGCATCTAATCCAGTATTAGATTTATCGAGTAGTTCAATTTCAACTTCATAGGTGATACCATCGGAGAGACCGTGATTTGATTCTAAAAGTTTGCCGTCTTGAGTAAAGGAAGATAGGGCTTCAGTAAGATCGAGACGGATGGAATTGTTATGGAGGTAATAACTGTGACGAGTTTTATTACGGATGATGATAAGATCTAAAGAGGAGGAGAGGGAGGGGGATTCTTGGGAGATATTAACGGTATAATTGAAGTCGGGGAAGTTAAAGGTGTTAAGATTAACTTTTTGGATGGAGGAATTTTCGGTTTGTCGAACTTTTTGGGATTTATCGTTAAACCCAATGTAGTCTGTGGAAATAGTAATTTCTTTTTTTATGTCAGAGGATTCGAAGTGTTTGGAGAGACGATGGAAGGTGGAACGGGAGACACCTGGGTGAAATATTCCATCGTTAGTGTAATAACCATATCGTACTTCAATTTCTAGAGTAGATAAATCATTAGAAGAAACAATATAATTATAAATATTTGGACGATTGGATGCCAACATTTTATATTGACCGTCTTTTTATTTTGTAATATATAAAAATTACAAAATGTAAATTCCAAGATAAAATTATAAAATGTAAATCTTCATCATTTATAATTTTCCCATTATATTAATATTTTATAATTTTATAATTTTTATATAATAAGTTAATGGTTTATAATTTTATATATAAAATTAATATTTTGTAATTTTTATATATTACAAAATAGAGATGAAAATAATTACATATCTTGTACATATGAAGTAAATTTATTATATAAAATATTATAATCGTTATTTCTCATATTATTTAATATTTTAATTTGGCTAGTAACCTCTTTCATTTGTTCCGGATTTAATAAATGAATGAAATCACGAGGATCACTATTCTTATGCAATTCCAATGTTCTATCTCCCAATTGGATATTAACTTTTTCTATCGGTCTATCAATTTCTATATCAATATTATGCACCGCCGGGTTAATCTTCAATATTTCCTTTCCATTTAATCTATTCACTGCATCCACTAAATCTTCAATCTTAAATTCATCATTATCTAATGCCTGTTTTACAACATCATTTAATTCAGTTAAATCTTGTTTTTCTTTGACGACTTCTTTTACCACTCGTAATATTGGTTTCTCCACTTCTCTAACTACTTCCTTTATAACTTCTCTAATCTGAACTTGAACTTCTGGATTACTTTCTACCTTAGTATTTATTTCTCTTCTATCATATTCTTCAGATAAAGACTGGACTGATTGTACTGGTACACCCAATATCATATTTAATGTATTAAGCGTATCGATGACACGTTCATTACTTCCAGCATTTGTATGATAAATTTCTTTATTTAATTCACCAAGAATAGCGCGTAAATTTTCTTGGCCTAACATTTCTATCTTTTTGCCATCATTGAAACCATTAATAACAGTGGTATAAAAATCTTCATCTTTTAAGAAGAGATCGAAGAAAACGGAGATACAGCTGATAATATATTTATTTTGAATGCGAAGAGAGTCAGATCTAGCATTTTCAATCTCCACTGAAGAGAAAGATTTAACTGGGACTTCCATCAATCCATTTTCGAATAGAGGATTGTTACCAAAATAGGATTGGATAACTTTATTAGTTAGACTTGGACGATCGAGAACTTGTTGATTGAGGGGGAGGGCCATATTAGTAAGAAAATCTATTTGACCTTTGGTATTACTTTCGAGGAAATCAGGAACCGATAATTTATTTTTAAGATCGAGAACCTTGGAGCCGGATTGTTCTATTTGATCATAATAACCCATAGTCTTAACTACTTTATTAACCATTTCAATGGCAGAAACTGGACGATTAGTTGAATTTTTATAGCGATAACCGAATAATTGGTAGAGGGATTGTTGAATGTCTAAGGATACACCTTTCATCCATATAGAAGCGATGGCCCTTCTAAATTGTTCTTTTCTTAGATTGGTGGCTTCTGTGTTTATGGAACCATTGGAATGATAAATAGATTTTAGAGGTTTAACTACTACCTTAGTGACGAGGGGATTATTAACGATATCTTGAATGGTAATTCCTGCATTACACCAGGTGGGTGGTTTAAGACCGAAAACATCTATAAGGAGGACGGCATGATTAATTTTTCCGTTAAAAAAGGTGGTAGTATAATATAAGCCAATAGTACTATATTCTTGTTTGGTGATGGCCATGGTGATTCTTCCTACGGCATCATGGCTTTGAATGAAAATTAATCCGCTATCACCTGCGATATTCTTTATATCCATACTTTTACTTTCTCCTGAAATTTTCTATCATGAAAGTTTTTATAATTACTTAAATATCTGGTTCTGATAAATAATAAATGGATCCAGCACCCACCACATTCCGTAATAACGTTATAGTTTTATTGGATAATACTGCCACCCTACTTGACCAGTTTTGTAACCGCTTTCCTACTGAGGCCACAAAGCTTGGCATAAATCCCAGTTTAATACATTTAGGTAGAAGTGTCGTTGGAATTATGGATGCCGGAAATCTATTAAAAGGATTCGCCTTCTCATCTTATAATTTTTGGGATGAAATACCTAAGAAAAATAAAACTATATTCCAAGATAAAATAAAGGACATTTTTGGAAATGTGCCAATTAGCATCGTAGATCCATTGCAAAGTGTAATTAATTTCAGATATAAGAATAAAAATGATGTTGAGGTTGCTTTTCTAGATAAGGAAAATGAGGATATGATATGGGATTTAATAATGTCCTATGTAAGAATTACTTTAAGATTCTGTTTGGAAAGGGGATCAAATGTTTTAACACGAAGAGTGGAAAAGGAATTACCAGGAGGCAAACGAGTTTGGGAAGATCAAACCCTCACCATCGATATTAACAAATATTGTCCATTATATAATAATGGTAAAACTGTTAGAGAATGGGGTACTCACCTTCGAAATAAAGGTTGTGTCATAACCTATAACGTATAATTACTTATCAAATAAATTATATAATAATCATAGACATTATATAATTTCTTATAACCCAATCGAAGATGGTGGGAAGTACTTGCTATTATTAATAGCAAGGCTTTATCAATTGCCATCATATGATAACAAGCTCTACTTTATATAATCTCTTATAGAATATTATTATTATATAATCTCTTATAGAATATTATTATTATATAACTTTATATAACTTTATATAACTTTATATAATCTCTTATATAATCTCTTATAGAATATTATTATTATATAACTTTATATAACTTTATATAATCTATTATAACCCAATCGAAGATGGGGCGAAGCACTTGCCATCATATGATGTCAAGCTCTACTTTATAATCTCTTATATTATTCTATGACATTATATAATAATAAAAGATAATAAGGTATTAATAATAGATAGGTAAAATGATATAATTTTAGTCTATGTGTAGTATCCCATGAAACATTTTGTGGTTATGATAATAAAATATAGATATATACAAGATTAACATAAGTACAATAACTCATATGTATTTATAGTATATCATATAATATTTTCATGGGTTACTACACATAGACTAAAAAATTATATCATTTTACCTATCTATTATTAGTACCTTATTATCGTTCATTACATTATATAATTATATAATGTCATAGAATAATACAAGAGATTATATAAAGTTATAGAATATTATTCTATAAGATAATAAGATTATATAAAGTAGAGCTTGTCATCATATGATGGCAAGTGCTAAAGCCTTGTTATTATTAATAGCAAGTGCTTCCCTCATTTTCGATTGGGTTATAAGATAATATAAAATAATTATAATCACTTAAATTATAAATTATAAAATGTTAGGAAAATAGCTTATAATATAAAATGTATATTCTTGTAATCTTCATCTTATTAATTTTACTTTTAGTATTATTTGTTTTATATAGGTATATATGTAATGATAGTTGTCCAGATGTAAGTATTGATAATAAATATAGTATTGTTAAATATATAAATACCTATGCTGGGGAACAATTTAGAATTGAAGAAATGATAACTGGTACAGATCCTAAATTTTTATTATTAGCATATATAACTGCTGTTGTAACATTCGAATTAGAAGAAAATTTAGGTGTTATAAATCAAATAGTTATCTCCGGAAATGATTTAAGATGGACTGAACGTATACCTCATGTTGAATATCAAACTTCTATTGATAGGGAACCTATAATATCCATTCTTTCACCAAATGATAGTCCCACCTGTGCTAATTACATTCTATGGGATTATTCTAATTGTAAAATACAAGAGAAATCTTTATCTAATAGAGGTGATACACTTCTTAGATTATATTATGGTAATCAATATATATCTGCTATTTTCATACAAAATCCAATAATAAGACGTATGGTATCCGACATAGTTACTAATACATGCAATTCTCCTGACATTAATTTTGATGATATTACTAATTCCTCCATCTAATATATAAGTATAATTTATCTTTTCTTATATAAGAATAATTTATCTTATCTTATAAAATTATCTTATCTTATAAAATTATAATTTATAGAATTATAATTTATCTTATCTTATAAAATTATAATTTATCTTATATACAATTATAATTTATCTTATATAAAATTTATCTTATTTATTTACTTTTATCATGTCGACAGTTAATTCTTTTTCAGCTTCATTAAATCGTAATGTGACAAATATATTGGGATCAATATTTCCTCTAGCCATCATTTGTATTTCCTCTAGCACCTCCCAATTATATTCATTATCATTATAATTCCATATTTCATTATTTCTAAGAGTGTACTTTATTCTCGTTCCCTCTTGAATAGTCTCTAAATATTTTTTAATAATATCATATGACTTAGTTCCTTTTTCCATTTTTCTTTTATTAGCTTTCATTTTAGTTTAAATCATTTTTATGGATATTGTGCTGGATCCAGATATCTTCTAAAATTTTTATCTGCTTATCATCCATATATTGTCTCATATGACTTAAGTCTCTAAATGGTATAAAATCGACATCATTATAAATACAATCTTTCCAACGTTGTAATCCTTCATCTGATAAACTCATATTTATAGATCCAAAATATTTTGTATTTAAATCTTTACTTCCTAAAACTCTTAATAATCGAGGAATAAAATCTATATGTATGTACGATGAAGTCTTATTATTTAATTTTATTAGGTCTTCATACTTTTCTGATATAATAGTATCATTTATATCATCAATGTTAATTCCATATTCCATATTTATAATATGTTTTATTATTGATAAATATGGAAATTCTGATGATGATGGGTTTAATATATGATTTAACGCTTCTCTTCCTAAAATGCCATATTTAGAAGATACATAATTTACATCAGAATTCATGGGAATCATTCCCATATATATCCAAAATATGTGAGATGACCAACATGCTTGCAACTTAACATTTCCATCTAAATTATTGTCGAGTCTTTCTTTTATTATATTTCTTATCATTCTCGTTCCAAATCCCTTTTTGTGGCTTGTTATGGATTCTATATATGTACATTCTTTTTTAACGGAGTAAATGCAATATCCATCTTCTTCATCATATTTATTCATTAGTTTTGTTTATGCAATATAACATATTATTAATTCATTTTATCATCAATATATTATATTATATAAGTATAGTATAATCTATAATATATAGAAGATAAATTATAATTGTATATAAGATAATCTATTCTATAATATATAATCTGTAATCTATGAACTATTCTATAATATATAAACTATTCTATAATATATAAGCTATTCTGTAATCTATAAACTATTATATAATCTATAATCTGTAATCTATGAACTATTATATAATCTATAAGTATAATCTATAAGTATAATATATAATCTATAATCTATAATATAATCTATAATCTATAAGTATAATCTATAAGTATAATCTATAAGTATAATCTATAATCTATAATCTATAATCTATAATCTATAATCTATAATCTATAATCTATAATCTATAATCTATAATCTATAATCTATAATCTATAATCTATAATCTATAATCTATAATATAATATATAATATAATATAATATATAATCTATAAACTATTATATATAATCTATAAACTATTATATATAATCTATAAGTATAATCTATAAACTATTATATATAATCTATAAGTATAATCTATAAACTATTATATAATCTATATAATCTATATAATCTATATAAGTATAATCTATAATCTATAAACTATTATATATAATCTATAAGTATAATCTATAATCTATTATATAATCTATATAATCTATATAATCTATATAATCTATATAAGTATAATCTATAATCTATTATATAATCTATATAATCTATATAATCTATATAAGTATAATCTATAATCTATATAATATGATATACTATATGATCTATTATATATTATATTATGATATGAAAGAATATAACATTATAATAATGTTATATAATGGATAAAATTAATAACCATAGTTAGTTACGTCAGTGGCAATGCCTTCTGAGTAATTACCTCTATTGTTGAAGCATTCAGAACTTTCGGAGGTTGAAGACTCAGGGCAATCTGTGGGATCACACCAAGAATTCTCAGGAACACAAGAATCCTCACAAGAATCTTCACAAGGATCACAAGACTTAGAGCATCCCTTCTCCTTCTTAATAACAATTTCATAGACACGTAAGCAACGGACAGTGACAGTAGCACCTTGATTGTAATTATAGCAAGAGCAATCCTGTCCACTGTTAACAAAGGTATCACAATCAGCCTTAACTAAATTACCTCTGGGATTGTAATATAAATTAGCATATTTGTTAATAGGAAGATATTGAGAGAGTTGACTACGAGCTAAGTATCCACAATCTACATAAGCACGATCGTAATTGTTAGGAAGACCCCAATCGAGGGCGGCACCAGTACCATAGAAGAATCTAACACTCTTAATACATAATTCAGAGTCGGCACCACCATATTCAACAACACGGTTTTGTTCTTGAGTTCTAATACCTGGACGAACAACTTCCTTTACAGGATTACCAGCAATCCACCACTTAACGGACTTCTTAGAAGGATTAATACTGATGGCTAAGGTAACAAGATCATCAGCAGGATTACCACAAGTTGCTCTACGAGCTAAGAGGAAAGCATCAGAGAAATAAGCGGCATGTGAGCTCTTGTGGTCCTTATCACAGCAACCAGAACCAAATCTAATATAGGCATCGTAATAGAATTCCTCACCAACATCTTGGGATTCATTAACCTTCCAGTTATTGTAGTCGAGGGCACTGAAACAGCAATCTCCACATTTCTTCTTCCATTTTTCAAAGGCATCACAATCATATAGGAGGCAGTCGAGTTGAGATGCGGCCTCTTGTTGAAGATATAAAACCCATCGACGATAGCAGTAGAACTTGCTCCAGGTTTCGAAATTAACTGTTCGCAACCAATCTAAGTATAAGTCGCGAATGTTGACTGGAGTCTCTTGGACAATATTACCACATTCATCGACTAAACAAGGAGCCCAACCACAAACGGGTAATCTCTCATAAACACCCCATATTCCTTGATTAGTTAACATAAAACCTAAGAATAAACTGTTCTCTTTATCATAGAGACCGACATAGGCATGGGCTAATCTAGGATCTTCTTTAACATTACGTATACGACATAGGACGTTTTCTGGGATCTTGCAAACGTCAATGCGTTGAGAACCGGAAACTTTAAAGTCAAAGACAGTTTCGGCTCTGCAGTCTAGTTCGGTGGGACATTTTTGATAAGCTAAATATTGGAAGCGGTTACGGATACCTTTATCAGCGGAACTACTAGGAATATCTGATTTAAAGGAAGGTGTGGTAACAGTGGTTCCATTAGCGTTAGAGGTAGATGTTCCTCGACAGGCTAAAACAGTGAATTTATTCTTATCTAAACAATCCTTGAAATCTATGGAATTAATAAGTTTAGTACATTTCTTTTCGCACGATTCCGACATGTTATCTTTCCTTCCTCACAGATAATTCTGTCGTGATCTCCTCCTTCCTTCTTATACTTTCATTATTTCAAATAAATTAAATGGTCCTATTAGATACCAGTTTGTCTCCCTATTTCTTATTAATCTTTCCTTATTCTTTTCTATATTCTCTAAGTCACGTTTTAACATCTCTTTGCGAGATCTTAAATATTCTCGTAACTCCCTCTCTAATGATAACAAATTATCCCAACTCTCATTTTGATTAACTTTTATCATTCTATTTTGATCCAAGTACATCACTATCTCTATGAATAATTTTATTTCCACATATGTATCATATAACTCCGCCAGTCCATTTATATATTTCATATAGTTATTTAATACTATATTATTAACTAATCCTCCTATACCTTGCTGTCTTATACTCACATTCTCCCTTCCTCTTATCACCCTCTCATATCTCCCAATTATTCTACTATATTCCTTATTTATATCATTAACCACACTACCTGTATTCCCCGCCAATATTTTCCATGTTATATCACTCTGCGCTCCATAATACTTCGCTACCTCATAAAAATCATACATATCTAAATTCGTCATTCTATTCATTGTTATTTTATTCACTCCTTCTTCCACACTATTCATACAATATTCTCCACATCCTAACACCGGATATCTTGGTTTCTCATTCATAAATGTCACTCCCACATTCTCTATTATCCATTTCATTAATCCCCTTATATTCTTCTCCCCACCTTCTATCATTCCATTCATCACTATACTCTGTCTCATCTCCTCCTTCACTAATTCCCTCGGCAACGAATAATAATTCTTACTAGCATTTGTCACTATTGATTCTAAACTCTCTATCATTGTAAAATATCTTAATATTTTTCTACCCACTTCTATAACATCTCTATTACCAGCCCCTAACGCCGATCTCATAGTAAACATAAATAATTTAAAGGCATCATATAAAGGATAGCTTCTATCTTCATAAACATAATATGATTCTCTACCAGCAATACCATAATCATTCCCATTATATTTAATATGACTAAATCCATAATCAATAATAGTAGCTACTTTATCTGATTCTAAATAGTAATCGTCATATTTTATGGAATGCATTGCTCCAACATTTCTAATTAAAACATTTTGATCATGTAAGTCATAATGTGTAAAATCTATTAGAAGATTGGCAATGTCCAATGCTAATAATATTTGCATAAAAACTCTTAAATATTGATCTCCGGAACATGTTTTTACATAATCTCCAAATGATACAGAGGGCGCCACATTTTCATATACTACATAGTTAACATTAGCAATATTATTGTATTCCGTGCACCATCCTCTTACTTCCCTTTCTTCCTTCTTAGCATCTCCTCTACCTATCCCCCAACTCTTTCCTATAAATGGTGGACTACATTTAAACCCACCGAATATATATGCGAAATTTGGCACATGTTGTCTTAATAAATTTGTTCCATATAATCCTACTATTAATTCATGTAATAAGTTATCGTTTTGTTTGTTTTTGGGGGCTTTTATAACGAGGGCATCTCGAACATTATCGATGTTAGATACCATGGCATCTCCTTCTACGGATGGTCCTCCTATTTTTCTTACATCTTTTAATAGGTGTCGTATACGCAAATTACTGGGTAATCCAATTGGTGGGGCAATAAAATATGTACCTAACACACATTTCATGGCCTCCATCATTTTTGGATCTAAGTAGTCTCGCTTTATAATTTCACCTAAGGTATGTTCATCTACACCTAATATTCTGTCGGCGACATCCGTTACATTTGATGGACATATAGGTGTAACTTGGATCAAATTTAGCTCTTTTTGCTTCATATTTTCCTCTCTAATTATAGATTGTTCTATATATGCTGGTTGAGAATATAATTTTTGTCTCTCAATTAATAAATTATTTATATTATCTGATGTAATATTCATTTTATTTATCACAGAAAAATTATCTGCTCCAATCTTTTCTATCCTTGATACTTCATTTATTTATATATCTTTTATAGACAACATATCTTTTTATTACTAAAAATCCTTTTAAGCATATTATTTTTTATAAAATAATATATACATAATTAAAAAGATAATTTTCCAATATAAAGATAAATGTTAGCTAGTATTATATATTTTATAATATATACTTTATTGGGATGCTCATATTTCTATCTATTATATGATATCATAAAAGAAAATAATAAATGGATATTATGGACGGGTAGAGAGTTATATAAAACTAAAGATATTCTACAAGGTAAAAATGAAGACAAGATAAATATATTAGGAATACGAGATGATATAAATACATTGTTAAATAATAAGAATGAAAATGATCCAATCGAAGGTGACTTACTAGATACATATAATAATATTTTTAATAAAGTTGGGAAAGGAAATGTTGGAATTGAAGATTTTATACAATTAAGACAAAAATTTAAAAAATGGTATATGAATCAGACAGATGTTATAGATAAAGATGGATATATAGGACAAATGTTAGAGAGTTTGGGGGATTTTATTGAAAATGGAAAGAATGGGAGGAAAGTGACACATGAAATCGAAGACGATTCAAATATTAAAGAATTAATAAATATGGTAAATAATTCATAATTTAAAATAAAATATATATAAGAAAATGGATCCAACGGAATTAATACTTCGTTATACAAAATCTTCTTTCAATGCAGAAGATCCAAGTATTATAAATGAAAGAAATAGACCTCCATATTATAGTTTAGAGAATGATAGATTAGATATTGTATCTGTTTTGCGATCTCTATCCCCACAAATACAAACGTATTCATTAAAAGATTATTATAGTGCTAACACTGATTTATTATTGAAAAATTATGCTGATATTAATGCTGGAGAAAGATTCATAAATATAGTAAATAAACGGACAAATAGAAATATTAATAATGAAGGAGAATATTATGATGGCATAAATTCGGAAATATTAAATAGTAGATCCGCCCTAAAATTAGCAAATGTTGATGCTGTATATGGAATATTAGAACATATGAGTGGCTTAATGACCACCCGTATCGGTGGTATTATATATTATGTATCTATAGGTCATGGAACTGGTACATTTTTAGAATATATACAATATAGAAGATCAGATGCTATTGGATTAGGGATGACATTAAGATCATTAGATAAACCATTAGATAAGAATATAATAGATACAAGTAGATTTTATCCAATAACTGGAAAAGATGGAACTGGAAATATTATAAAGAATTATCAAAATTTAATAGATAATGCTTTAGATATGTCTAATGATGGAATGGAATATGTATTTGCCAATTCTGGTATGGGAGGAGATGAAAACAAAGTCGATCACGAATTATTAGTATCTCGATTATTACTCACGGAAATATTTGTTGCCTTACGTACCTTAAGAGTTAAATCTGCATTAGGTAAAGGTGGCATATTTGTATGTCGAGTATTTGATACCGTAACCCCACTATCATTGGATATATTATGGTTATTATCTATATGTTTTGAAAGTGTAAGTATAATAAAACCGGTGACAAGTAGGAGATCGGAATCAGAGAAATATGTGGTAGCGTATAATTTGAGGGAACATGGTATTGTTAATCCTGTATCCGAATTAATTTCCAAAATTTTAGATAAATATGGAGAATTAAAAGAAGGGGAGACTATAGTTAGAATATTGGCAGATGGTACAATACCTGGACAATTTAAGGAATGGTTAACTGACATCAATGAATATATGTATGATCTTCATGATAAAGTTGAAGGATCTGCACCATTATTAAATCTACAAAATGCATTATATGTTTGGAATCTCGCAGGGTACAAGTAGTTTGTCTGATATTATATAATCTATAAATTATATAATCTATTATCTATTATTTATAATTATAGATTATATATTATACTTTACAGAATTGTCTTTATAGAATTATAAAGATAATTATACTTTATAATCTATAATTATCTTTATAATTTATACTTTATAATCTATAATTATCTTTATACTTTATAGATTATAGAATTATCTTTATAGATTATAGAATTGTCTTTATAGAATTATGAATTATAGATTATAGAATTGTCTTTATAGAATTATGAATTATAGATTATAGAATTGTCTTTATAGAATTATGAATTATGAATTATGAATTATGAATTATGAATTATATAATTGTCTTTATAGAATTATGAATTATAGATTATACTTTATAGAATTATACTTTATAGATTATATACTTTATAGAAATTATAGAGATTATAGAGATTATACTTTATAATTTATAGATTATAGGATTATAGAATTATAGATTATATAATCTATAAAAACAATTTAACAAGATAAAAATGATATTAGTATTATGGATATAAATTAACATTATTTATATTTCATGTGTACTATCCCATGAACACTTTGTAGCATAGCAAGATGAAATTAAGATAATTATAGTATTATGATTATCTATATAAAAACTATATATTATAAATAATATAATTATGAATTTTCTCAAAATAATCTATTGATACATATAATGAAATATACTAACTTCTATATTATAATACATCTTAATTTATCTTACTATACTACAAAGTGTTCATGGGATAGTACACATGAAATATAAATAATGATAATTTATATCCATAATACTAATATCATTTTTATCTTGTTAAATTACATTATCACGAAAAGAATGAATTCGAGATTATTTATAATTCTATAATCCTATAATCTATAACCTATAATCTATAATCCTATAATCCTATAATCTCTATAATCCTATAATCTCTATAATCCTATAATCTCTATAATCCTATAATCTCTATAATCCTATAATCTCTATAATCCTATAATCTATAATTCTATAATCCTATAATCTATATAATCATATAATCTCTATAATTCTATAAAGTATAATTATATAATCTATAAAAATAATTATATAATCTATAATCTATAAAGACAATTATATAATCTATAAAGATATTATATAATCTATAATCTATAATCTATAAAAATAATTATATAATTATATAATCTACAAAGATAATTATATAATCTATAAAGATATTATATAATCTATAATCTATAAAGTATAATTTATAAAGTATAATCTATAAAGACAATTATATAATCTTTATAATCCCTACAATTCTATAAAGTATAATTCTATAAAGTATAATTCTATATAGCATAATCTATAAAGTATAATTCTATAATTTATAATCTATAATCTCTATAATCTCTATAATTCTATAAAGTATAATTCTATATAAGTTATAATCTATTCTCGCTTCGCTATCTCACTTCGTTCTGCAAGAACCAATAGAGACAATTATATAATCTATAATTATATAATGTATAAATATGAATATGAGGATTAGGATTAGCATTCTTGCTGAATGAAATTTATAAATTTAGTTCGGAGAATACCTTCAACCTCTTCTAATGCTGGAACAAAAATATTATCCATAGGATAATCAGGATCAGCCTTTAATTTCTCTATTTCAGAATTTATTTCTTTCTGGATTGATGGAGGAACAGATAAAAGACTATCTTGATTATTATCGACAAAATATGCACAATATATATCCGTCACTAAAGCAATCTTTTCTTCATGACTTAATTTACATCTAGGGGACGTTGCATCTTGTACAGATGTTATGGCCATAGCATCAGCATAAAACCATAAATTTTCAATTGAATATTCCTTAATCATGAATCTCTCAAATTGACGCTTTAGTCTAATGTGAGTTAATATTTTTTCGAAAACTAAATCAGACTTCTTAAGTCCTTTGCCTCTTTTCACACAAGACATTTTATATAATATCTTACTTTTTCTATTTTCATTTTGGTATAACCAAAGGATTAATTTTATTATTATTATATCATAATCTATAACATATATATCTCATATTATAATTACCTTATTTATTTTTCCTAATCTACATTATTTTATACACACATCATTATTATTATATACCCACATATAATTATATAATTATTTTATGTATTATATAATTATCTTTCATAATTATATTCATATATACCATCCCATCATTGAAATATAATAGTAAAATGTGGTATTAACATTAGTATCAATATAAACTCTAATTTATATAAGATGGGTTGTGTAATCTATATCTTCATAGATAATTATAATCTATAAGATAATTATAATGTATAAAGATAATTATAATATATAATGTATAATGTATAAAGATAATTATAATATATAATGTATAATGTATAAAGATAATTATAATATATAATGTATAATGTATAAAGATAATTATAATATATAATGTATAAAGATAATTATAATATATAATGTATAATGTATAATGTATAAAGATAATTATAATATATAATGTATAAAGATAATTATAATATATAATGTATAAAGATAATTATAATGTATAATGTATAAAGATAATTATAATGTATAAAGATAATTATAATATATAATGTATAAAGATAATTATAATATATAATGTATAAAGATAATTATAATCTATAAAGATAATTATAATCTATAATGTATAAAGATAATTATAACTATAAGATAATTATAATGTATATATAATGTATAAAGATAATTATAACTATAAGATAATTATATATTCTATTAATAATAGAATATAATATATAAGATGTAGTGTGAAAATATTTTTACTTAGGTGCATATAGAGGATTTAAACCTTCAGTTCCCGCACTAGAATATATTGGATTTGTACCCGAACTAGCATCCGGACTAAATAAGCTTTCAAAATATTGATCCGTGGATGTATTATTGCGAGTTAATTTCCATATTAATGCGGCTAATGCTAACGCACCAGCACCACCCAACCCAACTCCTAATCCGATCGCTAATGAATTATCCGTATTGCCTCCGTCAACAAGTCCATCAACGAAAGATACACGAACTGTAATAGTCTTATTAGTAGTTAATTCCCTATTTAAGTAATCGGTATTGCCAAGATCAGAAACATAGAAATTAAATTCTTCAGATGTATTAGATGATTCATTGGTAGACATATATTTTATACTATTTACAACTCTATCAATATCCCTTTGCACCGCATAACAAGAAACCAACCTAGAATTAATAAGATCACATCTATCATAAGTATCATTTTTAAATATTAAACCATCAGTACATGTTATATTAACGGAATACATACCTCTTAGTATATCAATATCAGTGATGCTAACACCAAATGGATCAGGAAGGGAAATACTAGATGGACCAGAAATGATTGGAGGATCATTCACCGGCAATACTCTCACTTGGAACAAATATCTATCCGATGAAGCCTTATAATCATCCAACACATAAATATAGAAGGTATTACCTACTTTACTTAAATCAAAATAATTGGGTGCAGGAACAAATTTAATACGGAATTTACCAGGTTCATATGCTTGAACAACTCCATCCTCCGACAATATACTATCATCATCATTCCTTAAAAAGTTTCTAATATATGAACTTCGTTCTTTGGAGACAAATACAGAGGTTAAAGATGACAGAGGACTATCAATATCTGTTCCTTCCCATTGTAAATATGTCCATTCATCTTCCAAAACTTCTACATATTTAGACATAAGAGGAATAAGTACTGGAGGATCATTAACAGGTATAACCGTAATAGATACATTATAGATTTCTCCAGATATAGTAACAATAAAGTATGCAATAAAGTCACCATTATCATCAGGAAGAGGTATATAAGTTAAGACACCAGAGGTAAAGTTAAAAGATCCCCTACCACCATATTGGACAGAAACAAGATTATAATCAATAGTTGGACTATCTACATCTATAACTTGAGAAAAGACATCCACCGTTAAAGATGTATCCTCAAATGTCTCTAAATTAGTAGATCCTGTATATCTGGGATTATCGTCAACCGGATCAACGTAAATAGTAATAGTTGCTAGATCAGAGATAAATCCATGACTGTCTACCGCTTGATATTTAAGATATCCAGCAGGATTATTAGAACTATAGTCCTTCTGGGGAGTAAAGGTTACTTCATAATTCTGTCCACTATAAATAAAATCGGTGGGAATGCTGTATGTACCATATCCTGTAGTATCGAGAACCTTCAATGTAACAGTATCTCCGAATATAAAATCAGGATCATATCCTGTAAGTAGGAATGATACAGGAGTATCTTCTTTGGTTCTAATAGTTCTATCTACAGCTACTGGACTTCTATTATCTGTCTGCACAAATGTTAACCTTTCCACATAAATTTCTGATTCAGCACACCCATCTGTCACTTTAAATTTTATAACCTTAGTACTATTAAGATATTCCGGTAAAGGATTAATTGTATAAGTAAATCCATTTAAAGTAACGGGAATATCGGAAGAAACTAGAGACATAATTAGTAAATCATTATCTACATCTTGAATAAAGTTTTGTAAGTTTACGGTGAAAGTGCTTTGTCCATCTATAATAACATTTCTATTTTGAGTAGAAATAAGGAAAGATGGGGGAGTATTAACATAATTATTAACTGTTAATCTTCCATTACCATAAATATTAACTAGACCTACAGTGGTAGATGGATTATATGTAATATTAAATTTGGAGAGAGCAGAAGATATAAAAGAAGGACCTGCTAGATTGTTAGTGTAGGATATATAAATATTAGATAAAAGGGAAATAACTTGAGTAGCAGCGGAATTACCCCAAGAATCAAAGGTTTTCTCCGTAAAATACTTGGTGACAACATTATTACTGATAAATTTACAATTAGTGACTAGAAGTGTATTACTAAGTGATGAAAGTGTAGTAGATGAGGATAATGCAACCGTAACTCGTAAATTAGCCATATTATCTGACCAATAGGAAGACAGAAGAGAATCAACTTCAGATAAACGACTGGAAGATAGACCTGAGCCACTGACTGGGATTAGCACGTCGGAATAATAATAGCTAAGAGGACGAATAGTGATGGAATTAGTTACAGTGACAAGTCCTACCCTAATAGATCCAAACTTATTAGAACTAATAAGACGATTTATAAGTCTAGTGAGTTCTGTCTTGAAAGAATTTCCACCACTTCCAGAAGGCTCAATACCAGAATCTACTACAACAAAAAGATCTAATGAGGTAGATGACGATGGATTTAATGTAACAGGAATTGATAAAGTACTAGATGTTACAGGTCTAATAGTTAATTCTTGAGGATAAACTGGAAGAGGCAGATATTGAGATGGAATAGTTCGTATAATAGTGGATGACTGGATAGGAGTACATACTTGACCGCTGTTAACTGTACAACTTTCTAAGGGTAAAGTATCAGTGGTGGTGAGAAGAATGCGAGTATTAGATTCGCAACCGGTATTGTAGCAGGATGCGAGAATCTTTATGTTGGGTTGGCAACCAATGCCGACCAACACAGAATTATTACGAACAACTAGACAAGAAACCGAAGGAAATAAAGAATAGATATCCAACATTTTAACGTCATCCCAAGTTGCAATGCGCCAACCATCTCTAGGTTGTACATACCCAGAACATAATGATGAATCCTCCATAACAGCTAATCTAATACAATCATCAACCCTGGCCACTTCTTTGTATTGACTTATAGTACTATTACTACATACTTGTAAAGTACCATTATTATATATGGGTATTTCTTCGGAATAAGAGCCATCTACGGTAGTGTAGAACATAACGTCATTATAATCAGTATCACCAAGACCATTTAAATCTTCAAACCCAAGAATGATAACGGAAGATTCCCCATTGGTAGGAACACGTACTCTAGCAATATGATCTTTTCCATCATTATTATTAATGAAACTATTACGAACACTGTACCAGATATCATTAGTATTAGGATTATTATAACCATTTGCTTTAACCCAAAATCCCATCTTAATGCCTGCTTGGAATGGACCATATTTAACGGATATACCTGTATATAAACATCCACCTTCAGATATCCAGGTAACATCAGAAAAGACAGTTTCTCTGGAAATAATATGAGTAGAGTTCATAAGGAAATACCCAAAAGTATTTCTGTAGCCAGCACCTTCTCGTAGAAATGTGAATGTTACATTCGATGTTGTTGTGAATGTTAAGGTGGAATTATCTATTAACGCAGCATGTGGCACTTTACTCTCTGGAAATAGGTCATACGATGCCGTAACTACATTTGGATGAACTGTTGTATTGAAACTATTAATTGGACACTGACAATATATCGTTGCCATAAACAACAATATCATTAAACTTCGCAACCCCATTCTCTTTTTTCTTTCTCATATTATTTAATTAATCCTTATCATTTTTTTATTTCCCTTTTATTTATTTAATCCTACATAAACATTATTTTCTTACATTTAATGTTAAAAAATCTCTTAGATATTATTATTATTGGAGATACATAATATAATATAAAATATTAACCTTGTAAAATTTTTTCCTTATAATCTTCCTATAATATATTATAATAATATATTATTATAATAATATAAAATATTATACAATAATATATTATGAAATAGAAAATTTAATATAATATAAATAAGATGGATATATAAATATGTAAAATTACAATTATAAATAAAAATATATAATTATGAAGAAAATATATGAATAGTAAAGATGAAATATATAGATTAAAATGATGATTATATGTATATAAATATATATTTATATATATATAATGGGAATAGAAGGGAAAAAGGTGAGGGAAGATAAGAAAAAGATGGGAGAAAGAAATATATAAAAGAAGGAAGATATGAAGGATGAAAGGAGAAGAAAGGAAGAAGAAATGGATGAGAATGTGGAGAGGAAAAGAGGAAAATGAAGGATAAAGTGGAGTGGGATGAAAAGTGTATATAATAGATTAAAAAAGAATAAAATGAAGAAGGAAAGAGAGAGGCGTATGGGAATTTTATACGGTCAAATAAAAGATGGCATCCAATGCAAAATTCCAATATACTGTTGGTAACTGGGTTAATAATACTGCATTACCAGGCCAAGGACCAGCATCAGTGAATAATTCAAGAAAAAAATTACCCACAGTTTTTGTTCAAAGATTTTCAACTCACACACACCAAATTCCAGATATGGTGATTCAAGAGAGAGATAGATTACAACAGAGTATGTTAAGAGAAAAAGATAATATAATTAATATGCTACAACAAGGCAAGGTCGATCTCCAATCTCAATTTATTAATGGAAAATCAGAATTAGAAGGTAAATTTGCGGCGGAGAGAGATAATGTTATTAATATGTTGCAACAAGGAAAAGCCGAACTTCAATCTCAATTTTTTAATGGAAGAGCAGAATTAGAAGGTAACTTTATTGCCGAAAGAGACAATCTTCTTAATATGTTCACGAATGGTAAGGTTGAATTGCAGAATACAATCAATACTGAGAAAGAGAATGTTGTTAATATGTATCTTAATGGTAGAGCTGATTTACAAAATACATTCATGTCTGAAAGAGATAGAGTTGTTAATATGTTTAGTTCCGAAAAGGATAATCTTGTTTCGATGTTTTCTAATGGTAAATCACAATTAGAATCACAAATTACAGATACAAGAGATTCTTTACAACAACAAATTGATGGATTAAAAAGTGGACAGAATAATGTATCAAATGGACAAAATATGGTAAATCCAAAGTTAGTACAAAATGTAGCAAATGGGAAATATGTGATGCCAAGTACGGCGATGTCTAATACGGATGGTACTGTTCCATATGATTATATCGATATAGAGGATGGTCATAGAGTATGGTCCTATGAATTAAGTAATAATGGCAGTAATATTAATGTTAATATACCGAATAACAATAATAGTACTATGCAGGTTAATTTTTATGTTAATATGGATGATGTTAGTGGACAGGAAAAGTCTCCTGTAATTTTTGATATTAAATTATTTGGAGTAAATAATGGAAGTAATCCAGTTAAAATTGGTCAATTTAAGACTTCTCCTAAATTATTGAATTTAGATAATAAATGGTATACAGCAGAATTAGATATACCACAAGCATCTAAGTCATATTCATCATTGTTAATGTTTGTTTCTAGATCAGATAACATTCAATGTCCTGTATATGTAACTAGTGTATCCTTATAATTATATACATTATAATAGATTATATAATCTATTATCCACATCCCCAACTTATAATATATAATTATATATAATCTATAATAGAATAATTATATAATATGATAATAGGATAATATGATAATATATAATACAATAATTATATAATATGATAATTATATAATATTAGGAGTTAATATAATATTAGGAGTTAATATAATCGAATATGTTATATTGTAATACTGTACTTAAGAATGGTATTATATCTACTCTATTATATTTATGGGAAACTTTTATAGCATGAGTTATTATATTATTCTTTTTGTTATCTCGTAATTCATAAGGTTCTTGTATATAAATTTTATGTAATAATCTATGAGTTGCTTCCATAACAATATATAGATAATTATGTTTTGTCCCCCATAATATTATGCCATGTAAAATATTATAATTTAAACCTTTAAATTGTAAAGAAAAAAGATTTTCTTCCTCATCATCTTTAATTTTTCTATTTTTTCTATTTCCTATCTTACCTTCCACAATATATTTTTCCTTTATTCCCTTATTAACCCACCTATTTACCCTTTTACACCTTAATATTTTTTTAATTTCTCTATCTTTAACCTTAAATGATGTCCATAATAAATATCCATAATTATATCTTATATCAGCACCATTTTCAATAAAGAATTTTATAGAGGCGACATCTTGACATTCAACGCTTCGACATAATAATAAATTAATATCCTCTTGTGATATTTGTATTTTTGAATATAAATATTTAGTAATATCTAAATTTTTCTGTATTACTGATATAAATATACAACTAACTATATTAATCTCATTTATTCTACCTTGATAATTAAAATATTCACTTATAAATTGTACCATTTGCAAGGATCCACATTTACATGCATATTCTAAGGTTCCAATATGCAGTTCTCCGCATATGTTCTTTATATATTTTAATAATTTAAGATGCCCAGCTTGTACAGCATTTATCTGTATTTCCTTCGCTAATATATTAAGATATTTTAATACATCCTTATTATATATATCATAGATATTAATAAATTTATTTTTTAATTGACTAATTTCTAAGAGATAATCTAATACATATAGTTCCCCTCTTTTTGATAGTTCAATAAATATTTCCATATTTTGATAATCTAAATTATCAATATAGTTAATAAGATTATTCCAATCATTATAAGAGGAATTATTCTCCTTATTGAAAGAATTAATACATATAATATCATCAAATTCTAATTTTTTCCATAAATATGAATATTTAGGATGATCAACATATAATTGTTCCATTTAAATTATAAAATATTTTATAGTTCCTCTATTTTACTAATAGTAACATTTCGAGATTCTCCCGTCATCATATTATCATTAGTCATTATATTATTATTCCTATGACTTCTAATATATTGTGGTTGACTTTGTGATGTAATGTTTTGCGATGGATTTTGAGACGAAATATATTGTGGTTGACTTTGTGATGTAATGTTTTGTGATGGATTTTGAGACGAAATATATTGTGGTGGGCTTTGTGATGTAATGTTTTGTGATGGACTTTGGGAGGAGATGTATTGTGATGGACTTTGTGATGGAATATATGAATTATTACCATTTTGATATGTGGAAAGACCAACTATTAATGTAGACCTTGTTGTTGATATATCATTATATGGTAAATTATTAATATTATTACCATTAGAATTATATGAAGTATATAAAACATATAGAGAGCCATTAACGAATAATGAGGAAGGAACATTTAAGGGGGTATCTGGATAATGTATATATACATTGGAGGGAGGATCATTTATAATATTGGAAATAGAATCAATATTAATAGGAGAAGAAGAATATATACCTATTAATTCACTATAATTAATTTCATTAGTTGGGATAAAGTTAAGAACTTTTGGGACATTTTTGCGGAGTCTTGCTAATTTATTATTTCCATTATTTAGATTATCAAAAATCCAATATCTACTTGGGGGATTTCCTGTATATAAGAAAACATAATCTGGAAATTTAACGGTGTTAGGTCTTTTCATATATAAATTACTATCAATATTTTGATCATAGGTTGGTAAAGGAGCATTAGGATCCATAATTACATCACCTTTTAATAAGATACAGGTACCTTCACGTTGATTAGTTCCTTTAGTGGGAGGAGGAGGACTTTCCCAATAGACACCCTGACATGTGGTATCATCAGAACATCTCTGAGTACACAACACTTGTATCTTTTGAAGTAATGTATTAGGATTTAAGTAAGTAAAAGATAAACGGTCGGCAGGTAACATAGTTTTATCATTTACATCTATATTATTTATATCTGTTAACCCAACGGCAAAATATTGCGCATTATATGATTCTCTATAACAATTTGGACCATAAAAAGGTTTTAAGCAATTACAAGGATAGGTACCTTTTCCTTGCCATAATCTAGTGGGAGCCTTATTACAAATTGCTGGATCAGCTAAATCTTTGCCATTTTCTAAATTATATATTCCATCAACGGAAGCTCCTATCTCTCTATTATCTATTATATTAGTGGAGATGGGAACAGTAGTAGTATCGCTGGTAAATTGTCCTCTTATATAAAATGAGAAAAGAACTATGAAGAATATTATAACAAGAACGATAATAATAATAATAAAAATGGAAGAAGCGGAAGAGGATTCCATGATATGATATTTATCTAAGATAAATAAAAGATAAATGGTATCCGCTGCGGCAATAGTTGTTATAATATTAATAATATTAGTAGTATTAGGAATAGTGATAGCTGTAATATATTTTAGAACACCTACACCAACTCCAGTGCCACCCATTCCTCCTACCCCACCTCCAAGTAATGTAACATTTGCAACAGGTGCTCCCTCCAAACTTAATTCTGGCAGTGGCTGTTTAGTTTTAAATCCTAGTACCTCAACTAACCCTATATCATCAGCCTACGCCATAAATGTCGTACCATGTACAGATGTCACCAATCGCACCAGTTATGGTATATGGCAATATAATCCAGTAACTAGAGAAATATCAGCCGTCGCCAACAATACTTCCAGGGCAAATCCACCCCCTGGAACTAGATGCTTAAATGTTAGCAATAGTAGTACCCAAAATGGTGCTAATATAATAGGATATCCATGTGATGACACTCAAGGTGATGGTAATGATAGATTTACTATAGAAAATGGAAGATTACGAAATGTACTTACAGGAAAATGTATTAATGTAAGTGCAGGAGGCAGTGTAACTCAACAAGAATGTGCCACCTCAACCATTTTCACCTTCCCCACTTTTTAATCTTCAAAAACGAATAACTTTAATAATTGTAAATGTATGACATTATAATTATATCCATATTAATATTTTATCAATGTATATCATATCAATATATACCAAACAAATTTACCATAAAAAATAAGAATAAATATTTCTCTATATTATTAATAGCAGTAATACCTAATTCTATCATTGAAGAAATAATATTTTATTATATATATATATATGGGCAGAAATATGTAAATGAAATATACTCCGTTATAATATCAACTATTTTATTTGTCGTATGGCATATACCATTATATAGGATATCGCCTACACCATATAAATATATTATATATATGATATTACTAGGTATTAGCTTGAGATTAAGTAATATTAAATATAATAATATAATAAGTTCTATAATATCTCATAGTATATATAACTTTATTATTATCATATTAGAATACATAAATACAAATAGTTCATAAATTTATAATTATATAATTATAAATAAATAATATCTTTATAAATAAATAATATTTTATTTATAAAGTATATAAAATGTTTAGACCTATTAGAGATTTACTCCTTACAAATGTTGCCAACCTATCCCAACTAAGCAATAATATGTTATTATATACTCAAAATATTAATAGTCAATCATTATCTCCCATGGAAATCAATGAATACCTACAAACTTTAAATCTTATAAATTCCAATACGTTACAATTATCGAATATTATACAACAGATATCCCTCTCTCAACAACTTACCCAATCACAACCTCAACAACTTACCCAATCACAACCTCAACAATTTACCCAATCACAACCTCAACAACCTAAGCAGAAGTCCTCTTCCACTAAAAAGAAGAAAGAAGGTAATAACCAAACAGCAAAATCTCCAGGTAAGAAACGAGGACCTAAACCATTCCCTAAATTCCCAGAATTAACTGGGCAAGTTCGGGATCTTGTTGTTGGTGTTAAGAAGATAGGAAACGAGAGCAAACAAATTCAGGTTGTTAGCGTAAATCCTAAATCTAGAATTGTAGAGATAGGAGGTGATGGTATTGAAACTTTAACATGGAAGGGAGGAAAATGGGTGAATGTCAACGGTACTACAGATCCAAATGTTTCATATCATTTGAAATTACAGGATGAAAAAGGACAGTTTACATATGTCCCTGAAATGTAAAATATTTAACCATCACGAATGGCAAGTAAAGCATCAATTTTTTCTTGGAGCATTTCATTCTCTTTCTTCAATCTATCTATTTCTTGTAATCGTTCTGTAATTCTCATTTCATATTCTTTATGTGGAATGAATATTAATTTTAATAATTCTTTAATATTATCTTTTCCATAATACCATATATACCATATTTCATTTTCCCATTTATTTATTTGTTCTTCTTTGGTTATATTATTCTCTATGATATAATGTTTAAAACTATTATGAGATTTATAATATTTATAAAGTTCAAGCATCCTGTCTAAGTTATTATTAATATATAATTCATGTACTAACTTAAATATTGTAGTTGCATATTCTTCGTTACATTTATCAGGATGACATAGTAATACTAATTTATTATATATCTTCTTTATATCTTTACATCGGTTATTATCATTACAATTTTTAGAAAATAACAAATTATAACCCCAATGATCCTTATCCCACACATAATCTTTATATTCTATACATATTTCTGATATTTTTCTGTCTCGTATCTTACTAATGTATTCATATTTTGCATTTATATAATTATCATATAATTGTCTTTCTTCATCGTTATTATATGATTGCATTTTTAATCATATAATATATTTTCTATAATCAATTTTTAATATTAAAAAAATAAATTTGGACACACTCCCCCTCCTTTTGCAAAAATTTATGATTTGGAACAATAATGTATGAGAGAAAAGGAGGAAATATAAGAGTGTTAATTATTTTTTATTAATGATTTCTAGAACCCCTACTTATTCACAAATATATAAACTTGGGATGATCTCTAGATTTTAATTATGACAACAAAATAGGACATATAATTATAGAACTTCTAGAACCCCTACTTATTCATAAATATATAAACTTGGGATGATCTCTAGATTTTAATTTAATAGATAACCCTAGAACCCCTACTTATTCATAAATATATAAACTTGGGATGATCTCTAGATTTTAATTATGACAATGAACTAGGACATATAGAATGACAATGTTATAAGAATAAGATAGAACCCCTACATACTTGTGCGTCAACAAGCTTGGGATGATCTCTATCATAATATTCACCGACAATCCATTTCATATAGTACACTTGATAACTTATCTAATACCTATTTTCAGTCCTAGACGCATCGGAGTAAAAATGGTAGTTAGCATCATTAACAATTTCCTATATTAATAGATTGTTTGTTATGTCATGTCCTTTTGTTAAAATATATTATCTTTTACAAAATCAAAATGTTTGATGTTAAGTTTACAAAGATGTTATATGATATAATAATATATTATATCAGAAGTTTATGATTATTTTCTATAACCCAATCGAAGATGGGACGCGGCACTTGCTATCAATGATAGCAAGGCTTTAGCACTTGCCATCATATGATGGCAAGCTCTACTTTATAATTCTATAACTTTGTAATCTGTTATAATTATAATCTCTTATAAATTTATAATTCTATAACTTTGTAATCTGTTATAATTATAATCTCTTATAAATTTATAATTCTATAACTTTGTAATCTGTTATAATTATAATCTCTTATAAATTTATAATTCTATAACTTTGTAATCTGTTATAATTATAATCTCTTATAAATTTATAATTCTATAACTTTGTAATCTGTTATAATTACTTTCTATAGCTTTATAATCCTTTATAATTACTTTATATAAGTTTCTAATCCCTTATAATTATAATCTCTTACAATTACTTTCTATAACTTTACAATTTTATAAAGTAAGTCTCACCTTATCATCTAAAGATGATAAGTCGAATTATAGAAAGTAATTATAAGAGATTATAAAGTAATTATAAGAGATTATAAAGTAATTATAAGAGATTATAAAGTAATTATAAGAGATTATAATTATAAAAGATTATAATTATAAGAGATTATAATTATAAAAGAATATAATTATAAAAGAATATAAAGTAAATTTCACATTCGGTTGAGTTATATAATATATGCTCTGGATATAGAACAAATATTATTAGCAGCTTCACCAACTTCTTCGGGAACTTCTGGAGGTAAATATGTTCCTATATATTTATCAGAATAATATTGATTTAATAGATCAATGAAGGACTCGTTATCAGTTATAGTTTGTACTAACTTTACATAATCAGGATTACCATCTTCGTCATCTTGTCCAGCAAATATATAATGATTTACTGAAAAATTATCATCATCATCCTTATTAGTTCTTAAGAAAAGATCTCCCCTAGGATTATATGCCCCATTAATATATGGTTGTTGTTGTGGAGGTATTAAATATAATGGGGGTTCTATAAAAGTATTAAAATATGTACGAACGATGGTATGTACTCCACCTACTGCAATAAATCCTTCATAATTATGATATTTTAGATTAGATAATCCAGGGGTATCATCTTTATATTCATATATATTAGTTAGGGATGAATACCAAAGACTGGGATCAGCATTCTCCTCTGTATCCTCTTCTTCATGAATTTCTTCTTTGTAATCTTCCAAATTAGATAATTGGATATAATCAGGTATAAGATCGGTTCCAATATCTCTTGTTGATTGTGATAAAATTTCCAAATTTCCAATTTTATAAACGAGAAAACGACCATTATAAGTTCCTATTTGAATAGATTGAGGATCTGATATATTGGGGGAGATATCGGTGATGGGAATTGTGATAAATGATATCTTATATTTGGGGATGGCTTGCATATCTGTTTGCGTTAAATCAAAGGAATTTATTAATTCATGTATGGAGGGAATGTCATTATAACCAGTTAAATTACCATATATTAATTTTACTCTATATTCAGGAATTTTGTTGATATTTATGAAAGTGGAAATTATAAGAATAGCTTTTTCCATTATTTTATTTAATATAGAATATAATTTTATCGATTTATTATATTGTATAATAATATAACCTAATTGAAGATTAGAGGAGAACTTGATATCAAAGATATTATCACTTTCAATCTTTACTAGGGTTATACATTATAGTAAAGTTGTAGATTATAATAATTTATAAAGTTGTATATTATTATAAAGTTATAGAAAATTGTAATTTATAAAGTTGTATATTATTATAAAGTTATAGAAGATTATAATTTATAAAGTTATAGAAGATTGTAATTTATAAAGTTATAGATTATTATAAATTATAGATTATTATAAATTATAAAGTTATAGAAGATTATAAATTATAGATTATTATAAATTATAAAGTTATAGAAGATTGTAATTTATAAAGTTGTATATTATTATAAAGTTATAGATTATTATAAAGTTATAGAAGATTATAAATTATAAAGTTATAGAAGATTATAAATTATAAAGTTATGGATTAGTATAATCTTCCATTGACTTATATATTATAGAGGATTATAATGATATAAAGATAAAAATATGAAGCAATATGGTATTAATAGTATGGGTATATTTATATACAATAATGCTTTAATGTGTACCAACACATGAAACTCTTATAATGAATAAATATTTATAGAAAGTAAAGATAGTAATATAAATAACCATATACATTAGCTTTAATCATATTTTTAAATAATCATGATTCAGAAAAATTCCATGTGTTGGTACACATTAAAGCATTATTGTATATAACTATACCCATATTATTAATACCATATTACTTCATATTTTTATCTTTATATCATTATATAACAATAAGATAAATTGCAATTGTATGAAGTAAGATGAGATAAGGTTAATTATAATTATAATTGTATATAAGATAAATTATAATTGTATATAAGATTAAATTATAATTGTATATAAGATAAATTATAATTGTATATAAGATAAATTATAATTGTATATAAGATTAAATTATAATTGTATATAAGATAAATTATAATTGTATATAAGATAAATTATAATTGTGTATAAGATAAATTATAATTGTATTCTCGCTTCGCTCTTCAAGATGGATAAATTATAATTGTATCTATTTTGCAGAGAGAAGCGAGAATACAATATGGAACAATGTAAGTGCAAATCTTAACTTTATCATATAACTAATATAAGGTTATATAATAATTAATCTGTGTTAGAATTAGAATAATATTGAAGTCTGGCGTGTCGTATTTGATCTGTATCCTGTGGTAACTTACGTCTCTCAGATCCAAGCAATCTTCTAGTTTCCTGATGGGAATCAACATCTAAATCTAAGGAAGATAATTCTTCGACCTTTATTCCCATGGGAACAGTTGGCACATAATTTATTGCCGATGGCATTTCTAATGAGTTCTGTCTGAACCCAATAGAATAGCCATTTCTAGTCTTATCCACAGTCAAACAATAATTATTCTTAAACATCATCAAGACCACAAATATTGCCAGGCCAAATAATATTATACCAAAAACTATTGCAACTTTTATCAATCCCGAGTCCATTTGTTTTATCTATCAAAATTATTTTTCCAACTTCGCCGTTCTTAATAATCTTATCATATCTAAATTATCATCTTCCACTTTCTTCTCTCCTCCAAGTACATTACCCTTCACTACTTTTTTCCTTCCCTTCGTCTTCTTCTCCTCTACCTTATTAATAATAATCTTCTCCTCCTCTACCTCTTTTCTTCCTATATCTTCCACCAAACTTTCTTTTAAGACCCTTCCTTCCCCCAACTTACTAAATGCATCCATAGGTTGATATGTAGAAATTATCGGAATATTCACTATTTTACACCACACCCATTTACTGTTCTTCCCACTAAAGGTTCCTCTTGCAATCACTTTTTCTTTAGGATCTTTGGGGACACCCTTCTTATGCGATACTCCTTTACAATTTGTCATTATTATATGACTACTATATGGCCCTGTTAAATAACATGTAGAATAAAAAGTTGATAATTCTCCATAAGAAACATAATCTTTGTTTCTATATTTAAACTGTAATGCATGATATTTCTCTCCTTCTTTACATAATTCCTTCATCACTCCATCAATCCCATAATCAACTTCTATTCTTAACCTCTCTTTTATATCTTTGGGAATATCTTTAAGTCTCCATACTTCATTTCCTGTAGTAACATGGAGCCATAGGACACAAATTTCCTCCCACCATATACCTTTTTCCAATTCCGTTCTTTTTTTCCTTTCGATATCCGACATACTACTGCATGAATGATTAAAATGATCTTCTATCTTCTTTTGCAATTCCTCGAATAACTCTTTGCCATTATCCTCCTTTAAACATTCATTTAAATATTTCTTCCACATATTTTCCCACTTCCTATAATTTTATATTTCCTTTATTACATAATCAATTTTATAATAAGGAATTAATATTCTATACATATCCACATCATCCCTTTTCATCGATAATTCAATTAATATCTTCATATGATAAACAATTCTTAATTTTATTTTCTATATTTAATATATATATAGAAATGCATCATAATAATTAATAAAATTTATATTATTATCGATATTAAATTGATGTAAATTAGAATATTTTTGTATGTTAGTTAGTTAAAATTTGGACGAGATATATGATTTTCATATAAGAAAAACTATGGGAAAGTGATAATATTAATGATTCATGTATGGGTAAATATTTTAAAATAAAATATATTTTATTTTAAAGTCAATTGAGATAATAGTATTAACAACAACAGTCTAGTTTCATTATACTAAATCCATCATTACATTTCTTTTTATTCTTATGTTTAGAACCACGTTGAGAATGTAGATATACTTCTTGTGCTATTTTAACGACAATAACGAGGAGGATAATAGGGACTGGATAACATTGTAGAAGATCTAATGAATAGAAGAAGATGAGGAAATCGACAAAGTTAGGGAATAATACTAAAATTGATTCATTTTCGGTAAAAGCAAAGGCAATGACACCAACAATACGATAGATAAGTAGGGATTGGATAAGACCGAGGAAACAACCAGGTTTTTCGCGAGGAAGAATATCGAAGGCAAGGAGGGTAAGGATGATGGTATCGACAGCCTTATCAAGAACTTGATAACTATAACTTTTGCAACGGCAATCTGGTCCGAAGAGGAAACATCCATCTAACATATCGAATAGGAAGACGCCTATAATAATACGTAAGTATAGAGGGATCCAGGTTAGGTAGATAATCCAGACGGAGAGTATCAAGCGAAAGAGAGCAATTACTAAGTTAACAGAGTCACAGTTAGACATTTATTATATAATAATAAAATGCAGACGAGAACCATTAATCGTGATTCGCTTTCACAACTTATGTTGGGTACTACTCGTATTCTTTATGTCTTTGATTTTGACTCAACTCTTTTTCCTCCTCTATATTCAAATTCTGATATATCATCTTATGTTCTTTCCATCTCCCACGCCGATGTTCAAAATCTTTCCTCTCTTTTACAAGAATCTTTAAATCTAGGCAATCATTTTGGTATACTTTCTAATAATTATCAAGACTCTATCATTAATGTTTTGAAATCTTTGAATCTTCTTCATTTCTTTTCTTTTGTTATTGGTGGTAATTATCACAATGATCCTAAAATTTTTAAATTACAAGATATAAAAAATATATATGGTTCTATAATATTTATTGATGATAATTTTAATCAGTATTTGGAAGCATATAATTCTGATATTCCGGCTCTTCGTTTTGTTGGAAATCCTATAGTTCGAGATGTTGGACAAATGTGAAACTATAACCTATCTTATATTATCTTTATAAAATTATAATCTATCTTATCTTCATAAATTATAAAATTATAATCTATCTTATCTTCATAAATTATAAAATTATAATCTATCTTATCTTTATAAATTATAATTTTATAATTTATCTTATCTTTATAATTTTATAATCTATCTTATATTTATAATTTATCTTATCTCATCTTTATAAATTATAAATTATAAATTATAATTTATCTTATATCATCTTTATAATTTTATAATCTATCCCATCTTTATAAATTATCTTATCTCATCTTTATAAATTATAATCTATCTTATCTTTATAAATTATCTTATCTCATCTTTATAATTTATAATTTATCTTATCACATCTTTATAATCTCAATCGGTTAAAGTAATAACAATATGATATTAACCTTACGTACAAAATCATATATAAACATTGTCCGATGGGATACTACACATGAAATTTTAATATAAAATGTTATTAAAATTATGGAATTTATGTATGGTATATACTATATGATAATATTCTTCTTGAAATTTTAACAATATTAAGATTTTCATGTGTAGTATCCCATCGGATAATGTTTATATATGATTTTGTACGTAAGGTTAATATCATATTGTTATATTATCTTTATAATTTATGATTATATAGGATAAGATAGATTATAAAATTATAATTTATAAAGATAAGATAGATTATAAAATTATAATTTATAAAGATAAGATAGATTATAAAATTATAATTTATAAAGATAAGATAGATTATAAAATTATAATTTATAAAGATAAGATAGATTATAAAATTATAATTTATAAAGATAAGATAGATTATAATTTTATAATTTATAAAGATAAGATAAGATAGATTATAAATTATAAAGATGAGATAAGATAAATTATGAATTATAAAGATGAGATAAGATAAATTATAAATTATAAAGATGAGATAAGATAAATTATAATTTTATAATTTATAAAGATAAGATAGATTATACAATTCAATGTTAATTTAAATATGAATACTATTACTATAATAATTATAGTAATACTAGCACATCAAATATGATATTATAATTGCCAATCAATAGGAGTTTCCCCAAATGATAGTAAATAATCATTAATTTTCTTAAAGTGACCACATCCAAAAAATCCCTTATTTGCTCCCAATGGACTAGGATGCGAACTTTCTAATACAATACATTTATTCCCCAGAAGCTTCTTCATCTTTTTCGCCTCATTACCCCATAAACAAAATATAACATTTGGTCTAGTATTGGTAATCTCTTTAATGACATCTTCAGTAAATCCATCCCACATTCCTTGATGTTCATTAGGTTTACCAGGAGTAACCGTTAATGTAGTATTATACATGAATACACCTTGATATGCCCAATAATCTAATCGCCCACATTTAGGAGGTTGAAAATCAGGATAATTATTCTTTATTTCAGTAAAAATGTTAGATAATGATGGTTGTATGCCATGGGTGGAAAATGACAGACCATCAGCAACAGGTTGCCCACCATTTCCAGTAGAATGATATGGATCTTGCCCTATAATTACCACTCTAACTTTATTTAATGGAGTTAAATGAAAGGCTCGGAAGATATCTATTCTTTTAGGATATGAGATTAATCCAAATTCTTTTTCCTTATTTTCTATGTTTCGAGCAATTTCATAGAGATCATCTTTCATACGAGTAAATAAATTAGTCCAGCCTGGGGGTGTATAGATCTCTGCTACTTTATCAATTGGAGTAGTATTAGTTATGGGTTCACTTGCTATAATTAATTCCATTTTTACTTTATAAAGTGGATAAAGAATAAAAAATATCAATTGATTAAATATAAATGAGATTAAATCCATAAATATGTACTTATAGATATACAAAAGGAATATGGAGGAAAATGAAAAGAAAGATGGAGGGGAGAATAGGTGGAAAAATTATTGTTGATAATCATCAGTGGATTCTTGACTAGTTGGTTGACGATAGGAATTAGTTGCGAGGAGGATTTCTGCATGGAGAATTTCCAGACTACTACGAATAAGGGGTTTTTTATCATAGGTAACGATGAGACGTTGAATAGCTTCATCAGCGGTCATTAATTTATCGATAAGAAGTTGACCATAGCGAGTGTCAGTATATACGGGGATATTACTGATAGCATTTTTGATATCTTTTTCGATATTATTGAGAAGATTTTCGCCGGATTCACCGCTAAAAAAACGGTAAATGCCGGAAAATTTGGAATTAGAATCAACGAATGACATGGAGGAGAAACATAATTTTTGATTCTCTCCTACATTAGAATAAAAGGATAATCGAGTTAATATGCGACGCAAGGGTTCTGGAATAGGTGTAATAGGTTCCATTTTTTAATAATCGACTGTCTATTTGTAATAAGATTTTAAATTATTTAATGGGATGAAAAAAACTTCGAAAGAAAATTATGTTGGTAACTAATAAAGATGTCAATTTGCACCTCTTGTAACTCTAACAATAATAACAACTACCATAACATGAGTCAATATCATAGCAAATCTTCTAGTTATGAAAAGGCATGCGGTTGTAATGGTAAAAAGCACTCCCGATGTGGCAATAAGGTTGAGGAGAAGAAATGTAAGAATGGAACTTCTGCATGCTGTCGAGCACTACCCTTCACCACTGTAGTCTTGACCGCCGTTCCTGTTGTCGGTGGCACTGGTTATACCATTCGTGCCGCTATCGAAGCTAATGATGGCTTACCTGGTCCCATTTTCAATTCTCTATTAACCAGTACCTCTAACTATTCTCCTTATGCTAGTTTCTATCCTCAAAACTTACCAGTTATAAGTGTTGGACCTCAAGGCAGTGTTCAATTCACTATTTATAATCAAACTCCAGTTCCTCCAGTTCTCGGTGTTACTCTCGTTGGTATCCAAGTAACCGGTCCATATATCATTAAGAATATCTATGGAAGTTATAGCACTACCACTGCCGGCGCCGATAATCCTTATTCTGGAATTTTTGATCCTGTAAATAACTCTGTTGTCTTTGATAGAGCCTTAGTAGTTGGTACCACAGAAGCCTTCACCGCCAGAATCACCATCGTCTGGGATTGTGAACAAGGTTGTGTTAATCCTTGTGCCATAATTCCTCAACCTACTCCCGGTTTCCCTGGTACTATCGTTCCCCCAGTTATCATCCCTCAATAAATCTTCATTGATTAAACTATTATACAATTATAATTATAATTGTATAACTATTATATAATGTATAAGATAATTATAATTGTATAACTATTATATAATGTATAAGATAATTATAATTGTATAACTATTATATAATGTATAAGATAATTATAATTGTATAACTATTATATAATGTATAACTATTATATAATGTATAACTATTATATAATGTATAACTATTATATAATGTATAACTATTATATAATGTATAACTATTATGTAATGTATAACTATTATATAATGTATAAGATAAGATAATTATAATTGTATAACTATTATATAATGTATAACTATTATGTAATGTATAAATGTAAGTGTTTCAACTCATCCCGTAAAAATTATTGTATAAATTTATAAGAATATAAATTGGTATTAATAGTACGGGTATAATAATATCTAAATTATGTTCCATGTGTGACTATACACAGATATATAAATGTTTTAATATAAAATTAATAATTTTATATAATATTGGTAACTGTATTAAAATTTATCTTATCATATTAAGTTATATAAAATAAATATTTTATAAGTTTGGAATTAATAGTATATGATAAATTTTTTGTTGCATATATTATGATATAAGATAAAATAACTTTTATATACAATATTCTTCATGTTTATCGTATTTATATTTTTGATGATTTTATTATTTTGTAAATATTGTATAGTTATCCAAATATCCAAATATGAATATACAAAACTATTTATATCTTAGAGATTAGAGATTATTAACATTGTAAAATATATGACATATAATCTGAGTAGAAAGTTATATAATTACATATTATTATGATTAATAATATTAACAATTTTGTATATATAATATTTTGGATAGGTAGTCCAAATCATCTCTAACATATTCCATGAACCAATCATCCAAGTCATAACCAGATTGTATTTCAATTAGAAGATCAAAATTAAAATTTAATGTTATTAGTCCTTTGTAGGTTATATATTCTGTGGGAGTTAACACTAATGATAGAATATATTTATATAGGACGACTTCATCATCAGTTAAAGGTACTTTTATATTTCCATATTTTCTATCTTTATTATAATTGCACACCGACCGAGATGAAAAGTCTAATGTAATCCCTAATTTACTAATATAATTTTCATACAAGTCAACATCGCTCTCCCCAGTAATACTTGAGTATGTATAAATTGCTGGAGATAATGCATATTTGTAGCCAATCTCATGTTCATATAAATTTTCTATAAAGTTGTCTACTTCCTCATTACACTTATCTTTTAATAGACATAATATATGAGATGAAATAAAAGTTTTATTCTTCCTTAATGCCATCCTTAATAATTTTTCTTGAGCTGCATCTAATACAATTTTATCTGTTGCGTTATCTGTCATTTTTATTCTAGTATATTAGATATTAAAATATCAATTATTTTATAGACCATCCATACCAGCTGCGCCTCCTGCTCCTGTATGTTATAAATAATTATGATATATATACTTATTTATCCATGTTGTAATATTTATTATGTTATAAAATTTATTTTAATATAAATAATATTAAAATATCTATAATTTTTAATGTTATCTGTATAATTATAACCTATAGGAGCAGGAGGCGCAGCTGGTACGGCTGGTCGATAAAATAATTGATATTTTAATATTTATTTTGCTTAAGATAAAAATGGAAGAAGAGATTATGGAACTTTTATGTGAAAAAAAGATGAAGCTAAAAATGTTATATGTTACAAAATTACAACCTATGTTAAAGAAGAATAATACTTTTATTACATCATATATTTTAGATTTGTTAATAGATATTAAAGAAGAGGAACGAGAAGAATTATTTAATAATTTTAAGAAGGGAATAGGATGTAATAATTATGGATTAACATCAGCAATGGCATTATTTTTGTCTAGATATAATTATGAGGATGAAGATAGAAAGGTTTCCTCCGATTCTATATCTGATTTAGGATTGGAATTAAAATTTCCATCATTATGTACTGTTAGGAGTAGAGAAGAAATAGAGGAAGGTTTATCAGAAGAAGAAATACAATTTTATAGTTACATAATGTGTAGAATATTAGAACCGACAAATTATATAACATCAACTGGTATAGTAACTATAGATATTAATATGGATATGTTACATATTATTTCATGTATTAAGTGCGATAATCCATATTTAATGGAGAAAATTAAGAATGATGTATATATTGTGTCAAAAATGTATTATCTTTCTCATAGTTATCAACATAAATCCGATTAGATTATCTCTATTCTTATAATAGATTATTATATAATCTATAAGTAATTATATAATGTATAACTATTATATAATTACTTATAGATTATATAATTACTTATAGATTATCTCTATTCTTATAAAAGATTTGTAACAAATCTTATAATATATTAATCCCATATATTAACGAATTTTACACGCACTGATTTTATATTTATATTATTATATGTAATATTATTAATAATATTTTTATACTCAGTATATAGTAAGGTTTTTGATCTCTTAGGTAAAATTAGAGAATTAAGCCAACATATCATATCTTCATCATTATCTTTAATGATAAATATTTCTTCTATATTAGGAAATACTAATTCACATACACGTAAGTTATTAGATGATATAGGTAACATTAACTTCTTCATATTATAATTTATAATCTTTTTATCTAACATGATATTCATAACTTCATCTGTGAATGATGACATGTACGTTATATCTTTCTTAAATAATACCATAATGTCAAATTCTTCTATGGAAGATAACGCATCAGCACATAAATGTTTAAATGTATCACATGTAACATATCTATCCATTGGATATAAGTGATCTAATCTAATAGATTTTACCTTTTGTTCTAATAGTAATAATATAAAATTTTTGTCGTAAGATTTTGATATAATCCCATTAATAGAAATTTGAGACATTAATGTATTAATAAAATTCTTTTTTGGAATGATATCATCTGGATAGTGTAGAAAATCTTGGTCCTCCCATATAAATAATTTATTATTTTCTATTTCTATTCTTTTGACATTATAATTATCCCCAGATTCATTGTATGCTGTAAATTCCATGTATTGTATCATATGTTTGGTACTTAAGTATTTAGTAATGTACCAATATAGACATGAATAAAATATATCTATGGGAAAATCTATACTTATATGTTGTATATTATTAAAACATGGTAGCAACTCTTTAGTTAATATATTCTGATTATGTATTGTAATGCATCCATTGGCATATTTTAAATTTGGGTATTTGTATAATATATTATAATCATCTATATCATTATTTATAATTGTTATATAATTTTTAACTTTGTGAGATACGGAAGAAGTATATATAAAGTTATTAATATCTTTTATATTATTAACATAACTAAATATTTCAAATATGATATCATCACATAACATAAATAGTTCCATCTTATTATATATCAACTTAAGTAATTACATAATCATATTTATGTAATCTTATATAAATATATATATCAAGATAAAAATGTATATTAATATTAGTGATATAAAAGTATATAATTTTTAATTTATGGGATACTATACACGACAGTTTTATATGAAAACTTCATATAAAATTATTAATTTAGGAAGGTTGATATCTATATCTAAAATATTCTTCTATATTTAATTTATTCTCTCTATTTCTTATATATGACCTTAAGGTCATATATAAGAACACGAGCGCAAGCGAGGTAAGAGTTTATAATTTTTATGAGTTCATGAAGATATATAATATATAGTTTATAAAAAAATTATTATATATAATTGTAAAGTTGGAGGATATGAAAAATTATTTTACCTTAAAAGAATATCTAAAATATTCTTCTATATTTTAGATATAGATATCAACCTTCCTAAATTAATAATCTTATATGAACTTTTCATATAAAATCATCATGTATAGTATCCCATGAATTAAAATTTATGTACTTATATAGCATTACTATCAATACGATTTATTATCATATATTATTATAATTATAATTATTTAAATTTATTATTCTCTTCTAAAAATTAAATAAAAACATTTAGTCTTATATCCATACATTACTTCATCCAACAAAAATTTATATTCTTCTTCCTTATTTAAATGATTTAATATGGTATTGTATGATGGTATTATTATAAATTCAGTATCCCAAACTTCATCATCATCTTCTGCTTTGTACCATCCCACTTCCTTATCATAAAATTGATTTTTATCTTCTTCAAATATATTTTTATACTTGCTCAAATATTCTAGAAAAGTAAAATTATATGCTTCCAATAAATTATCAAACTCACCAAGTAAATGGTTATCTTCATACACATTATACATTTTAATTATAACTTTTATAATTAAAATATCATGTTTATCAATTATGGAAATACTATATATTATCAGGTAATGTAAATAATTCCATCTTATTATCTATAATAAGAAGAACATTAATATAAAATCATTTTATTTATTAATAAAGTAATATTTATCGGACAATCTACACATTCCAAATATAACATTATTATGCGTTAGATATCCTTGTGGATTATACACACATCTATAATTAGTGTCCCTTGTGCAATATTCTACTGCCTTAACTTTAGGAGGTAATATTAGGGATTGCACCCATAATTTTAAATCCTCATCACATTTCAATTCATTATTAAAATTGTCATGCATAAGAAACATTTCCTTCACATTAGGAAATAATTTTAAACATTTTTCTAACTTAGATGATGGTACAGGAAAACAAAATACCTTCATATCAGGACATACTATATCGTCATTGTACATAATATCTATAATAGAACCAAATATTGACAATGACTTGTTAAATGTATTTTCTTCATATAAACGTTTTCCTATCATAACAATTTTTTCTAATCTTTGTATTGATGATATAAATAAATGTTTAGACTTAGGATTATTCATATATGAATTAAATATAGATTGTGAATATTGATTAAATGATATACTTTTAGTTTTACTTATAAATAAATATTTGATGATGTCAATATTTTGTATATTTGATAGTTTTATGCTATTTATTATTTTATTATCCATTAATAGATTGATAATTTTATAAAAATATTCATAATCTTTGAATAAATTAAACTGATCCCATTTACATTTTACATTAATTAATAAATTATTATCTATAACAGATAATTTATAGACAAGAGTTTTCTTATTAAATTTATTTATATAACTTAAAAATGTAATATTTCTAATATTACAATTATTCTCTAAATATTTATAAATATATTTATTTGTAATGTCATCCTTTGTAATCATAGGAAGTTCTATTTGAATAGAATGTATGTCATTAAAACATGGAGTATCTTTCCATATATTACAATCTATCATATTTACAATACCATCAACAATCCTTAAATTTGGATATAAATATAATACTTTATGGTCATTAATATTATTAGATATTCTAGTTATACAATCTCTAACTTTATATCCATCCTTATGAGAACATACAAAACTATTTATATCTTTTATATTAATAACATATTCGAAGATATGAAAAAGTATTTCATTAGGTAAAGTAAATAATTCCATCTTCTTATCAATAATAAGAAGAATGTTAATATAAACTCATTTTATAATTATGTCATAAGGAATTTAGAATTATAATACAATTTAACATATGTTTCCTTTGATTTATGATTAAATTTTATTCCGATACCTTTCTTTTCATAATTTATTGGATCTTGTGATTTAACAATATTAAAAATTTTATTCATAAACTCTTTAAATAAATTCATGGAATTCATATCTTTAAAGACATCTAATAATAATACATCTTCTACATTTATTATAGCAGTCGCCATTGACACCATAAATTCTTCAGATTCTATATATTCCCTTATACAACTATGATGGGTATCAACCTTTATTCTATTAACTTTTTGATTTAAAATAAATGGTAATAAATTTATCATATATCCTTTTGTCTCTATACTATCTATAATATTATTACTTACCAAAATATTAATAGTATTTTTAATATAATTAATATCTTCCTCAGATTCAGGAAATAATTCTAATTTTAATATCTTTTTGTCAATTGTAAAATTATAGTAATCAATGTATCTGGAGCACTCCAAATAATCATCATTATCATCATTATAAACATCATAATATTTCCTAAAATTAAATTCTATGTAGGATGATTTTTTCTCTTCACATAAATACCCCCTTATATAAGAATAAATATATAAATACGCTTTAGTCACTGAAAATTCCAAATTAATACACACTTTATCTAAATTAAAATATATTATATCATTACTATTATGCATATTTATAAATCCATCTAATGTTTTCAGATTTGGATATTTATATGATATTTTATTTCCATCAATAAAATTATTTAAAATGTTGGTTATATAATTATTTATTTTATATCCGTCCTTATGAGAACATACAAAACTATTTATATCTTTTATATAATCAAAGATACAAAATAATATTTCATTAGGTAAGTTAAATAATTCCATCTTCTTATCAATAATAAGAAGAATGATAATATAAAATCATTTTATAATTACGACATAAGGAATTCAGAGTTATGATATAATTTAATGAGTACATCTTTATCTTTGTGGGTTATTATTATATTAATACATTTCATCTCATAATCCATAATATTTTGATTTTTAATTTTATTAAATACTTCATTAATAAATTTTTTAAATAACTTTATGGAGTTTATATCATCAAACAAATTAAAAAATGTTAAATCTTGCACATTCGATATTGCCATCACCATGGCATCCATAAAGTCATTCGATTTCATATGATTTTTAAAATTAGAGGGATTTGTTTCTATATATATTTTATTAACTTTCTGTTTTAATATAAATGGAAGTAAATTATCTCCATGATCCTCAAATTCAATATTATTTATAACATTATTACTTATTAAAAGCCGTACCGTATTATAAATATAATTTTCTTCTTCTTTTCCACAAAATAAATCTAATTTTAGAATATTTCCATCAATTATAAATTTATAATATTCTGAATACTTAGATAATATATAATCATCACAAAAGTCATAATAGTTACTAAAATTAAATTTTATATATGATTTCTTGTTTCCTTTGGCTAAATGTTCCATTATATATGAATTAATGAATGGATAAACTGCATCCAAAGTAAATTCTAAGCTAAGACATACTTTATGTAAATTAAAATATACTATATTTTCTTTATATATAAAGATATTCTCAGTACATATTCGTAAATTTGGATATTTATATAATATCGTATAATTATTAATATTATTGGATATTATACTTATATAATTTCTAATTTTATATCCATCCTTATAACTACATATAAAACTATTTATATCTTTTATATTATTTACATACTCAAATATATAAAACAATATTTCATTTGGTAATGTAAATAATTCCATCTTATTATCATTAATAATGATAATATAAATTCATTTTATCTCCATTTATTCATATATCTTGATATTAATTGAATATTATTGTATAGATAAGTCTCTTTAGGATTATAGGATTCCGTTCTACCAATATCTTGGGTTCCATAATATAATATTTTTAAACATAGAGGTAAGGATAAAGTTTTCATCCAACTATATAAATCATTTTCACATTGTAAACTATCATCCATATCATATAATACAACAATTTTTTGGACATTTGGAAAGATTTTAAAGCATTTATCTAATTTGGATGCTGGAATAGGAATCAATAACTTTTTCATTTTCTTATTTACCGCTTTCCTATCATACAAATTATCTATGAGTAACCTAAATGCTATTTTTGCATCAGTGAATCTAGATTCATAGTATAAATGAGTTCCAATCATATTTATGTTTTCTAACCTATACAAAGCACTAGATAACGATTTACAAAATATATTACATTTCATATAATTATTTATTTGTTCCTGATAAACATGTATTTTAATACTTTTAACCTTTTGATCTAATAATAGCTTACTAAGATCCTTATCGTTGGTATGATTAATACATACAGAATCAAAAATATTGTTATACATGAGTAAGTTAATAACATTTTTTCTCATAATAATCTCATCAATATCTTCCCTAACTCCATTCATATCAAGAATATAAAGTTCTCTATTCTTTATATTAAAAAATCTTTTACAGTATCCACTTGGCTCTGTTCCAAATCCATCATGATAATCATTAGCAATAAATGTTATGTTATTCAAATTATTATTAGTTTGAAAATATTTGTTTAAGTACAAATATATAGGTTGATAAAAACAATCCAATGGAAGGTCAATTGTTAAGTTTTCTATCTTTGAAAAGCATGGCATATCATAAATATTAAATAATTTCTTATTATATAAAAGCAAAAATCCATCTAATTTAGTTAAATTTGGATATAATGATAATACCTTAGGATTTTCTATCGTATATTTTTGAATTGTTCGTATATAATCTCTAATCATATATCCATTCTTGTAACTACATATAAACCTATTAATATCATCTAACTTATTAATATATTCAAATATAGTAAACAATATTTCATTGGGTAAAGTAAATAATTCCATCTTATTCTCATTATTAATGAGAATATTAATATGGATTCAATTATTTTTTAATATTGTATTTTTTTACTATTTCAAAATAACGATACTCATATACATCTTGTTCACTGGAAGATTTCTTTCTATCGTTATCATGGACAAAATGATGTATAACCTTCAAATTACTGGATAAACCCTCTATCCATTTATATAAATCATTATCACATGTTAACTCCTTTGTTTTATTATCATATAATATAAATATTTCTTGGACATTGGGAAATATATTAAGACATTCATTTAATTTAGAAGTAGATACTGGAATTAATAGATTTATCATCTTTTTGTTTACTATCTTTCTTTTAGTTAAACAATCTATTATGTGCTCTCCATAATACAAATCTTTAACATATCTTTTAAGATATAAATTTTGTTCTCCTAAAATAATGTTTATCTCTTCCAATCTAGATAAAGAATAAATTAATGATTTATTAAAATTATCATCTTTTATAAACTCCCCAATTTGATACATCATTTTACTCATATTTATTATCTTGAATTTATGTTCCAATATAAATTTAATAAATTCCATATCATTATTTTTTCCATCTAATGTAATACTATTATTAATATTATTTTTTACTAATAAATTAATAACATTTTTTCTCATATTAATCTCATCAATATCACCATTAATTGAATTATCGTCGTCAATACACAATACTTTATCATTTATATTAAAAAATCTATTACAATATCCACTTGTCTCTGTTCCAAATCCATGACTATAATCATCAGCAATAAATGTTATAGCTTGTAAATTATTATTAGTTTGAAAATATTTGTTTAGATATAAGTATATAGGTTGATAAAAATTATATAGAGGAAAATCAATGCATAAGTTTTCTATCTTTGGAAAACATGGCATATCATAAACATTAAATAATTTCTTATTATATAAAAGCAAAAATCCATCTAATTTAGTTAAATTTGGATATAATGATAATACTTTGGGATTTTCTATCGTATATTCTTCAATTGTTCGTATATAATTTCTAATCATATATCCATTCTTGTAACTACATATAAACCTATTAATATCATCTAACTTATTAACATAATCAAAGATACAAAACAATATTTCATTAAGTAAAGTAAATAATTCCATCTTATTCTCATTATTAATGAGAATATTAATATAAATTCAGTTTAACAATTTTGTATATACAATATATTGTTAAGTACAATAAGATCGTCATATATAACATCCATCAATGTATCAACTTTGTCGATATATTCATCCCCAATCTCGGAATTATATATTAAACTTAGAATATCAACATTAAAGTTTATGGTTATTAATCCTTTAGGAGTAATATATTCAGTAGGAACTAATACTAATGACAGAATATATTTATAAAATTCCCTCTCCTCTTCTGTCAATGATGTACTCTTTAATTCTTTTATAGGTCTAGCCATAGATACGTTAGGAGGACTAAACTTCAATCCTAACATTTCTTTTAATTTCACCTCGTATTTCTTCACTGTCTCATAAGATACATTGGAAAAATCATTCATAAAATAAAGATAACAAATAAATTTATTAACCTTTCCAACATATCCTTTCTCTATATTCTTTATTAATGTATCTAATTCTTCCTCTTTCATATAATTCTTTAATAATTCGTGGGAGTATGATGTAATACAAATTCCACTTTTCTTAAACTCTTCTAATAATTTTGCTTCCATTGTTCTATCCGTTTTTCTACTTCTAACAAATTATACATTAAAATCTCAATTAATTGATCTCCTGTTAAACCTTGCAAACCAGTTAAAATTAACATTTACATAATTTACATATTACTTTATGATCTTATTTAAATGTAATGATAAATTACATTTATAAATTTACATTATAGGCATACAAACTAAGGAAACTATAATTATTTATGATTCTTATATATATATATATAGAATATATAGTTTGAATTTATAATATGTGAGTTATAATATGTATTAATATATATCTTAATAATTAAGATATAAATGTGAGATATTTACATAGTGTACATAGGAATTTCATTATTTACAGTGGTGAGTAATAGAACATTATCCGTCTCTACCATTCGCTCCTTAACTTTACCAAACGCTTTCCTAACCATATTACTTATATGCTTATTGTAACAAAAGACATGTAATATACAAGTATAGAAATTATTTACATAACATGCAGAACGTCTTGCAATTATCAACCCATTCAATTTCTTTTCTACTAAATCATAAGCTTCCTCATATGTCATAATATTACGATCTGGATATCCTAAAGCACGAGTTACAGAAACACCAATTCTACAGTTTCCAATATTACCAACATAATCTACCATCTTATATTTCACCCAATATTGAACTTCTAACTCACATAGTACGTCGGAAAGTCCTAATTGTCTATGTAAATATTCAATGGACCATGCTTCCGAGTACTTAGATTTACCTCCAGCATTTTCCATATTCCAAAATTTAATAGCACCATCGTATTGTAATTGATCAGTTTGTAAATTTTCTCCCATAAAAGGAATTATAATATTTGTATCTAATATTTCTTGTGAGGTATATCCATTATCATCCTCATCAACGGTAATGTTAGATAATGGATTTTCATCGTTCAGGGTCGACCCAAAAGCATTTAGATTCCCAGTTGTAACCAATCCGAATAATCTTTGTAATAGTTGTGCCCATCTTATCCTTTATTTCTTTCTCTTTGTCTCTTTTAAATATTTTTATATTTTCTTAAATCATTTTTTCTAATTTCCCATATATTAGAACTTTATAAATTATATTATTATTAACATTATTATTATATCTTTCTATATAAACCTTCTATTTGTTATACATTATCACATTTTCTTATAATTATCATAATAAAATATAGTATGATATAAAATCATAATATCAAAAATTGAATATAAAATATGATAATAGAAAGTTGAAAAGATTATAGGAAATGTGTGATACTAATAACTTGAAAATTAATTCTAAGTGGTTATATCCTTGGGTTGTTAATGAAAAAGATGTGGGATTTTATAAGGTAGCATCTAGTAAGGCCAGAACATGGGATGGTAGTAAGAAATGGATTAAGAAGAATTCTGATATGGATACTGTACAATGTGGTGTTGATACTTTTGTCGAACATTGGAAAGAGAAACTAACAAACTTATATTCGGGAAATGCCGTAGTCTATGATAAGTAGCTTGATATAGAATATTTTTTATATAAAAAATATGTGATATATAAATGGAATACAATTCAGAAGAATACAAGAAGGATAATTATAAACTGGAAAAAATTTTAGGCAGAGGTGCCGAAGGTACTACGTATAGAGCTATTGATTTAATTAATAACAGAGAAGTCGCTATTAAAATAGTTAATATTAATAGTATACCTGAAATGATTGGATGGAAAAGTATTTATGAAGGGGAAGTGTATGCATTAAGTATATTATCTGGTGATAATATTTGTTCTAAATATGCTCCTTGTTTATATGATTATTTTATTACGGAGGAGGGCTTTTGGATTGTGATGCAATTAATACAAGGTGAAATACTTGACGATATAATAATTAGATTTGAAGATGATCTTGATAATGGAATAAGTAACATTGAGCTAAGATGGATAATGATAGGTAAATTATTGGAGGCTTATTCATATATTAATTCTAAGGGGATACAACATAGAGATATAACACAGAATAATATAATATGGAATGCAGAAAATATCGTTTTTATAGATTTTGGATTTGCGTGTAACAGTTTGACAGATGATTGTCAGAAACGTAAATTTGGAAAATATCCAGACCTGAAGTATCTAATTTTAGTGATTGATATTATTGCAAATGATAACATTAAAAGTGCGTATGATTGGAAAGAATTAAACTTTGATAAAAAATATCAAAGATATGTAGAATTTTGGGATGAAGATAGAGCAACTCGTCTAGCGTCCATAACCTCCGACAGATCAGAATCTAGTCTGGATGTTATTATACAAAAATATACCGGCCTTATTGACAACTAATAAAATGTATAATAAATAATAGGATAAAATGGAAGATAGAAGGTTAATAACAGAGAATACAGACTTACATGATATCAATATTATTGTTATGGTTGGGGGTGTAAATAAATTGGAGGAGGATGGATTTACTATAATTAGAAAGAGAGGGAATAGTATAATAGTTAATCCACCTAAGGGTTATACAAAGAAACATTTAGACGGAAACGATAATATAATAAGATATCAAACTCCCAGTTATATATAATTATATAAAAGAAAAATTGATTTATTATCTATTATATAATAAATAAGGAAATAAAATGGCAGATAGAAGATTAATAACGGATGAAACAGATTTACATGATATTAATATCGTTGTTGTGGTTAAGGATGTAAATAAATTGGAGGAGGATGGATTTACTATAGATAGGAAAATAGCGGGTAGTATAGTATGTCAACCTCCCAAGGGATATACAAGAAAGCATTTAGTTCAGGATGATAATATAATAAGATATCAAACTCCTACATATATAAATAAAAATTGATTATTTTTATATAGTTTGACACAATATAAAATGGAACAAGTTAATGATTATTTATATCCTGATGAATATGTAAACAATAAGGAAGTTTGGTTACAATATATAAAGAATTGTAATCCAAAAGATGGAAAGTATGTGATATCTGATGGGGTATTACATTATTTCCAAAGTGATGACGATAGAAGTCAGTTTATTGGTAACCTTCCAGAAGTTGGGAGATTGGCGTATATTATAGATATACCAATGGATTGTAGCATTGTCCTATAAAACCATTTATATGCAATTATAATTTATCTTTACTAAGTTATAATTTATCTTTACTAAGTTATAATTTATCTTTATACAATTATAATTTATCTTTATACAATTATAATTTATCTTTACTAAGTTATAATTTATCTTTGTATAGTCTATATAATAGATTATAGAAAGATAAAAATGATATTAATAGTATAGATATAAAATATATTATTTACATTTCATAGGGTATGTATACATGAGAATTTTTATATAATTTAGTATTTAAATTCTATAATTTAATAGTATTAATATCTATACTTAAATTGTTCTTATAATTATAAATATTTCTTTAAGAGATTATAATTTTTATTCCTCGTAGAATTATATAATATATAGTTTATAAAAAATTTTTTATTATGTATAATTATGAAGTTGAGATGATTGAAAAATTATAATCACTTAAAGGAATGTTTATAATTATAAGAACAATTTAAGTATAGATACTAATACTATTAAATTATAGAATTTATATGCTAAATTATATAAAAATCTTCATGTATAGTATCCCATAATATAAAAATAATGTATTTTTATATTCATACTATTAATATCCATTTTATCTTCCTATAATCTATTGTATAGATTGTATAAAGATAAATTATAATTGTATAGGATAAGATTAAATTATAATTGTATAGGATAAGATTAAATTATAATTGTATAGGATAAGATTAAATTATAATTGTATAGGATAAGATTAAATTATAATTGTATAGGATAAGATTAAATTATAACTTAATAAAGATAAATTATAATTGTATAGGATAAGATTAAATTATAATTGTATAGGATAAGATTAAATTATAATTGTATAGGATAAGATTAAATTATAATTGTATAGGATAAGATTAAATTATAATTGTATAGGATAAGATTAAATTATAACTTAATAAAGATAAATTATAATTGTATAGGATAAGATTAAATTATAATTGTATAGGATAAGATTAAATTATAACTTAATAAAGATAAATTATAATTGTATAGGATAAGATTAAATTATAATTGTATAGGATAAGATTAAATTATATAAGATTAAATTATATATCATGTAGATATATAATATTTATGATATGTATTTAAATTAAGATTCATAAAACTCTGGATACTCACCAGGGAACTTAATTCCAGCTTCTACTTGATCTGGATGATTACGTTTAATATAATCTGTCCTATTTGATAATGCACCATAAATACTACGTTCAATCTCACCTCCATTTTGTAAATATAACATATAACAATAGGCAACACCTTCAGTATCAGGTGAATGGATACGCTTAGATGCCTGATACAAATCACTAATAACAAAGTTAGGGGCCATGATATAAGTACGTGGGTAATTTCCAGTTGGGTCTGCTAAATCAATACCCACCGCCACAACCTTAGTATTCGCAATCATTAATCTATGATTGGAATTAGGCTCTTGAAATTTCTTAATAAGAGGAGGTCTATGTTTAGGCTCAACCGAACCATTTAAAATAATAGGATTATATTTTTCTAATAATAACTTACACATATTAATTGGCGCATTAAAATCAAATGATATAATAACCTTAGCGTTTTGGTTACTATCTAAAATAGACATAGCCAAACGACAGGCCACTGCCGCCTTTAACTTCTGTATTTCTGTGGTGGTATGTTTAACTTCATCCCAATCAACTTTACTGAAATCTACGGTTTTAGTTGTCTCATCATAATGAGATACTTTCTTTAACTTATCTAATGCATTTACATACTTCTCCTTAGTATCATCGTCTCCATTTTTATAAAATCCATTCATAACGATAAACTCTGATTTATATTTAGGTACTGGCATACTAGCACCAATAGTTTTCATAATAACCTCTCTAAATAGTACTTCTAAATTATCATGACAACTAGTCTTATCCCATCTCATATCCCTTACCAAGGCGGAGGTTTTTGCTGGGTCCAAATAAACACAGAAATCGATAATCTGCCCGGCACCATGACCTTGAGTTATGTTTATACCTCTTGTTCTATCTTTATGATATAACTTAGGCTCAGTAATTACACCACATGCTCTTAACATATTAACTACTTGCTTTTGATCATCAGTTTCGATGGCACTCAAGAACATAACTCTAGTATTAATATTAGGATTAGATTTATGAATGTGCATGATGGTTTGAGTGATGGCTCTAACTGCCTTATTTTGAAGAGAGTTATTCTTTACGGCTTGACATTCATCAAATACAAAGAGACAACCTTTGTTAATGATATCTATAAGTAATTGGGTAGGTACATAATATTCATTATCTTTTTGAGTACCACGGAAAAACATCTGAAGTAAACCATGAGTAGGTTGATGAGTTCTATCTCCTCTTAAAATAGGATAGGAATAGAAATACACTTCCGCACCGTATGCTCTCATATTTGTCCATACATGTTCAATAGTTGGAGGTCCAAATGCAATAATTGGTACTCCTGCGCTTAATGCTACTTTAGTAGTCACAAATGTCTTACCACATCTAGGTAGTGAATTGTTAAAGCTTACATAACATCTCTTATAGATGTCCATATGCTTATTAAATACTGGTACTTGTTCTGGTCTTAAAACCAGTTCTAATCTTTGAGTCGGAAACATAGTATTAATATCTATACTGTTTGATATATCGCTTATATGATAGCAATTAAAAAAATAAAATATCAATTTAATCGCATAAACAAAAACAGGTCGAATAATAAAATGGAAGGTATTAATAAAAAAGATTTGGAAATTCCACAATCTATTCTACGCGATAATTATTCTCAGACAGAACTTATGTATATAATGGGGTTTGGTGCTTGGTTATTGGATGCCGCCGAGGGTATTAATATACATTATAGTCTTCCTAAGGAGTTAGATAGGGATATGAGTAGCTTGTTTTTAGGATGGTGGCACTACCATTGGACATTGGATGGAAATGTTGCTGGTGCTCCTCCAAAATCCTCTAAAAACAAGAAACTTAAGTAAATTGAAATAAAAATAAAAGGAAACCAGAAAATAGGAAACAAAATAAGAACATGGAAAATACAGAGTTTAAAATATCGGAGGCTATTATAAACAGTGAATCCAGTAAAAGACAAATTACCCCCGATTTTAAAGAGTCCATGAAACGAGAATCCAGAGAAAGAGTACACCATGCACAATACAAAGCATTTCTTTCTGAACTACAATTCTTCACCTTATTTGTAGAAGATAAAGATCCTATAGTTGTATATATTGGTGCAACCCCTAATTATCAGATTGTTACTATAGCGAACCTATTAGGGGTTGGTCAATTCCATCTTTATGATGAAGGAATAAAAGAGATATTACACCCAAGAATAAAAACCTATAATAAAAAGTTTGATGACGAGGATATTAATAGATGGAAGGATAAGGGTGTATATTTAATATGTAATATTAAGAATAAAAGTCCGGATGAGAGTACAGAGAAGGAATTTTCAGAATCAATCTTTGCTATGATGAAAGAGCAAGAAGATTTATATTTAAAATTAAATCCAAAGAAGGCATTATTACAATTTAAATTACCATATGTGTATGAATGGATGACAAATTTAGAGTTTGAATATTTAGATGGGATATTATTATTACAACCATGGGTAACGCAGATTAGTAGTGAATGTAAATTAATTCCTCGAATAGGAAAGGATGGAATGATTAAAAAGAAATGGAATATACAAACATATCAAGAACAAATGTATTATCATAACACAATAAGAAGAGAGAAAGTTAAGTATAAAAATCAGGTAACGGGAAGAAATGGAATAGTAATAGAAGGGGATCTAACGGAAGACTATGATTCTGCATTAACAACTTTTATTTTACTTAATTTTTATATGAAAACAAATGCTGGGAAAAAACCAACAATTGGAGAATTTAGGTTATTATGGAGGGATATCCATACAAATTTAAAGAATAGCTTTCCAAAATTACGAGATATTAAAAGTATAAGAAGTCAAGAAATCAAAAGTACATCACATATTACGTTCCATAAATGATGTAAATATATGAAAAGATAAAATTTATATAGTGAAATATTAGTATGTGTATTTGGCAGGGATAATACATAAAAATGAAACAAAAAAGTGGAAAGTGGAAGAAAAAAGGAATAAAGGGAAGGAAATTAGGACTAAATGTCTAAATTAGTAGAGGATATTAAGAATAAATTAGAAAAATTGGATTATGTATTGGTTGAAAATCTTGGAGAGAAAATGCAAGTACCAAATGACTGGATTATGTTCCAAGCAGATTGGTGGTTGGGTTTATTAGAAGGACAATCATCATATCAAATTGTCTTAGATATCTTAAGGGACATGCCAAATGAGGACAATAGAGATACTATATATGTCAATGTTGGAACTGATCAAGGATGTCTATGGAAGAGCATGTTATTAAAGAAGACATTAAATGCTATGAAAGATGATGGAAGACGATCTTATAAATTAGTGGTCGAATATACAGGTTTAGTGGATAATATGTATAGTAAGAAGAGCAAGAAGAAAAGATTAAAGTGCATCAAGGAAATTAAAAATATGATCCAGATAGTATCATGCAATTAATTTAATAAAATATAAATTATAATTTATATTTTAATGTTTATATACCATAAATTATCGGTTGACTTTATATAATAAATTATTATATTATCTTTGTATTCTATATATAATATAATTTATATTATCTTTGTATTCTATATATAATATAATTTATATTGTATAATATATAATCTATATAATATAATTTATATTGTATAATATATAATCTATATAATATAATTTATATTGTATAATATATAATCTATATAATATAATTTATATTGTATAATATATAATCTATATAATATAATTTATATAATATAATTCATAATCTGTAACATTATAATCCATTATATTGTATAGATTGTAAATTATAAATTATTATATTTGTATTCTATAATATAATATAAAATATAAATCATATTATATTCTATAACATTCTAGAATATGATAAATTAGGATGTGTTGGGATATTATATCATATCAGATAATTTATTGTATAGGGATTGTGGTTCTTCATTGACGGATAATGAAAACATTCCATGATATCCAATGATGGGCAAAGGTTCAGATAATTTCATATAATCTACATTTCTTGGATTAGAGATATATATAGGATGAGTTTTATAAAATGTTATCTTATTACCATCATAACCTAAATTATAATGTGTAAAAATAACTTTACCTTTGATATAAAAATCTTTAACAGTAAAAATATTTATAATATAAACAATATAATTACCTTCAGAATATAATTTCTTTTGAATAGTGACGGTATTATTATCGGATTTTAATCTATCTATTATACTCGATGATAGAGAATCAATAGTTTCTACAATATTATTCATATTTGTAATATATGAATAATAAAATTTGGTATGTCAGTTTGATAAAGAGAAGGATTAAGGTTCGTTGCGAATAACAGGGGAGTTTAACCTCACTAAAGTTGTATCAGTAACAAATAAATATCCAATGAATAGATCTTGAGAATTTTGTAGTGGCATTATAATAGTACCATCATCAGCATTTTCAAAGGATAAGCCAGTGGCAAGTGATATTGTAATCACCGTTCCTGGAGGTATTGAACTGGGAACCTGAACATAGAAACGATCCCCGGTACTCTTTACATAATTTGTCGCTTTAGTAATATTTACGGTTATATTACCTGTTAAATTACTGTTAACGAAATATACTGAATCTCCATTGTTTAATGTAATAGTGTCACTAAACGGTGCCACATTTCCATTTATATTGCCATTTATTATAGTCCATGGAAACCCATTTTTAAGGTTATTTCGACTAAAATTATAATAAAGAACAATAAGGACAATCAAACCTAGTAGGACAATAATAGAAATAATAAGAGCAGTTACGGAAATAGCATCGGCCATTTTAATCTTACTCATAAAATATAACGTCACATATTTTATAAATATATATAATTATAACAAATCCTCATTTCATTTTATACAAATTATAATATATATTATAATTTATTCTTATTTTATTATATTGTTAATTTCTTAATTTGTCTATAAATAAATCTCATAATTGTAACTTATTGGTATTTTATGATTATATTGTCGCAGTTCAAATTTATTAATAATTTTATAACTCGACTTATCATCTATAACTCGAATTATCATCTTGAAATGATAAGGTGAGAGTTACTTTATAATTCTATAACTTTATAATCTCTTATTACTCTATAATTCTATAACTTTATAATTCTATAACTTTATAATCTTCTATAACTTTATAATTTTCTATAACTTTATAATTTATAATCTTCTATAACTTTGTAATTTTATAATCTTCTATAACTTTGTAATTTTATAATCTTCTATAACTTTGTAATTTTATAATCTTCTATAACTTTGTAATTTTATAATCTTCTATAACTTTGTAATTCTGTAACTTTGTAATTCTATAACTTTATAACTTTATAACTTTGTAATTCTATAACTTTATAACTTTATAACTTTATAACTTTATAACTTTATAATAGAATATATTAATTACTAAATATAAATATGGTATTAATGTTATGATATAAATATAACATTAATTTTATTCCATGGGTACTACCACATAAACCAATAATAACGTTAACATCTTAGTATATTGGAATGTTCGTGTGGTAGTACCCATGGAATAAAATTAATGTTATATTTATATCATAACATTAATACCATATTTATATTTAGTAATTAATATATTCTATTATAAAGTTATAGAAGATTACAAAGTTACAAAAGATTATAAAGTTATAAAGTTATAGAAGATTATAAAGTTATAAAGTTATAGAAGATTATAATTTTATAGAATTATAAAGTTATGAAGATTATACTTTATAGAATTACAAAGTTATAAGAGATTATAAAGTTATAAGAGATTATAAAGTTATAAGAGATTATAAAGTTATAAGAGATTATAAAGTTATAAGAGATTATAAAGTTATAAGAGATTATAAAGTTATAAGAGATTATAAAGTTATAGAATTATAAAGTTATAGAAGATTATAAAATTACAAAGTTATAAGAGATTATAAAGTTATAAGAGATTATAAAGTTATAGAATTATAAAGTTATAGAAGATTATAAAGTTATAGAATTATAAAGTTATAGAAGATTATAAATTATAAAGTTATGGGAGATTATAGAAGATTATAAAGTAAGTCTCACCTTATCATCTAAAGATGATAAGTCGAGTTATAAAATTATATAAAGTCATAAAATTATAGAAGATTATAAAGTAAGTCTCACCTTATCATCTAAAGATGATAAGTCGAGTTACAAAGTTATAGAAGATTATAGATTATATTATAATATATAATATAATATTTAAATTAAAATAAATTTAGATTAGATAATAGATCGCATCGATCCAGAATAAAAATACCAAACAAGATATATGATGACAAGAAGGAGGATAATAGCGAATACCCAAAAGATAGCATTGGAAGAAGAATTTGTACTTGAGGAAATACGATGAGCAATATTGGTTGTATAATTATTACGAGACTTTAACGTATCTACACTAATACATTCCTTCGTTATAACCTCATATTTATTATTACGATGATATAATCGGAAACGGGCAAAGAAGATACCTAAAGATTTAAGACTTTCTTTCTCGTCGGTGGTTAATCCGTAGAATTGACCGTTGACACTTTCTAAATTAACAGTGGTATCTTTATCTTCCAATGGAGGATTCTGTAAATAGAAGTCATAACATTTACCATTCCATATACCAAGAACGACATTGGTATCACACCACTTCCAGTCCGCATCCGGAGGCACAATTGATCCAGCACATAAGGGGGAACAGGCATCTTCAGTGAGAGAACAGCCATTAAAGTAAGCACCAATAGTTCCTGGATTAGGATTAGTGATATCATGGAAGCGATCACGGATGCATTTATAGAGACGTTCATAAGTGGGAGTATTGAAGAGAGTCTGAGCAACAGCTTGAATAGTATCATAGTCATGCTTGGGGGAACCAGAGAGTTCCGAGATAAGAACATCGGAGTGCCTCTTTAAATTGTCCAAACGGCGAGTAATATCAGAAAAATCTATACCTTCTTCTAGAATAGGTTGCATTTTTTAATGTATTGGTTTTTTAAAATAAGAATAAATCTGCAATATAAAAAATGTTGAATAAGTTTGATAATGATGTCACAAGACTATATAAATTCGCGGTCATTAACAAGACATTACCTAGATACGTTCTAAGACAAGTAAACGAGGATACCGGGGAAACTACCTACTATTTATTACTTGATTATCTAACAAATCGTATCTCAGACCCTTCCTTTGATATTTCCACCGAATTAGATATTATTAAACAATCATATTATACCGATGATAGACTCTCCCCCTATAATTTACTTTTATTCTTCATAAATAAAATTCCAGGCTCAAATTCCCCCCGTTTTCTACAACAAATTAATAAAACTTTATTAGAAACTAATACCATCCCAACCGCAGATCTTATTCCTCAACAACTACCCGGCATTATTAATGGCTGGATTGATGACTATAATAATGAATTTCGCAAATCTGAATATGCCATTAATTCCATTAATACCATACAAAATTCTTTAGATCAAATTTCACCTTTATATACAAGTCCATTTACTATCACCCACACCACCCAAGTTTTTAATCCTACCCTTCTTCAACCTCCCACCACCTCCCAATCCCCCTCCATTAATCTTGAAACTTACAAAATCGAAATTTTTGATCGTTTATTAGTATCCTATGAAGTTCCTTATATTCAATATAACACACCATCCGGTGATCGTTTATTCAAATTATTTAAAGGAGATACACAATATCCAGCCCCTAAATATGATTTATTTGTCCCAACTACAGAAAGTACATTCAATGCTAAAGATACCATTTATATTATTATATGGAAGGAAGAAGATGAAAGTAAGAAATTAACTAGAGAATCATATACTAAAGTTTTATATAATTTAAGTTTGAATAAGGTGGAAATACAATTACCTGTTGGTGATGAAAAGGAATTAATAATATCAAGATTAAAATCTTTCTTACAACCTGTCATAAATCTCGGCGAAGGCCGCGAAGTTCGTCTAGGTGGCTATTTCTACATCTATAATTGTGAAGTAGATGAATATAGTTTACTCCATGCCATCATGAATGATAAATTATTTAGCACATATTTATATGTTGAAGAATCAATTAAACCCTATGCTGAAAAGAAGAGATTAGGTTTACATTTTAAATCCTTACCAAAAGTTGACTTATTCGAAAAGCAAGATGTAAGTAAATCATCTGTATCTGTTACTTTATTCCAAAATTATTCCCTAGCAAATGAAAAATATAATGTTAAAGTATATAGATTAAATGGTTTACCAGTATTACCAAACGTCCCAGGTGCCGAAGAAGTTATTAATAAGGGATATACTTGGCCAGAACGAACCCCAGTATTACAAATGACTATTAATAAAGCTGATAACCAACAAGTCACGGGTCAATTTATTGAAATTATAAGTAGATTATTATCATATTATACGAATCCAATTATGGTTGGAGCCCCCTCTCTTAAAACTCAAATTCAAAATACTTATAGTTCACTAATACCAGGATTATATAGCAGCACCGGAGTAGAAAAAGGAAAATTAAGAAGTAAGAAGGCAATGGAAAGTACCAGATTACAACGTTTACAACAAATTGCCCCAGAATTATTCCCATCCAATTATGGTCGTATTTGCCAGGGTTCAGGAAGTCAACCAGAAATAATAAGCGATGCAGAAGTGGAAGCATGGCAAGCACAAACCTTCACAAAACGTGGAGTCACTCAAAATAGACAAGTTTTACAATTTCCAATAGACGTACAAGCTAAATTAGATAAAAAGCCAACAGGTCATTATAATATTGTCTGTCCAAATGATAGTAATCCTTATCCCGGTGTTAAAATTAATGATGGTAGTAGATTAAAGAATGCAGATATCTACCCAGTAGTTCCTTGCTGTATGTATGATGATCATATTGGAAAGGAGGTAAAGAATAGTGTGTATTATAGGTTCTTCACTTTAAGAGAGTCCATAGATCAAATCTCTAAAACCAAGCAACAAGATATTATTAGAGGAAATAAATTACTAAATCCTGGAAGTATCGGTATTCTCCCAACAGCTATCTCCGATCTTACTTCTGCTTACAAAGGTAGTGGTATTGAAGCTCATATGGTAAGATATGGTGTCATAAGAAGTCCCAATTCCTTTATCCATTCTTTGTTAGTATGTAAAATAGATCAAAATTATTTATCATTGCCAACAGACGAAGCAAAAGAAGAATATGCAAAAGGTATCCGACGATTTGTCTATAATAATACTCATCCAAATTTATATAGACAAGAAATGTATGATTATACAGATAAGGATATTAGAGATTATATTTCTGGAGAGGAATTTTTAGATCCATCTCTCGCATATCGTGGCTTTGAGGAATGGATGGGCTGTAACATCTTCGTATTCACCGCCAAATCCAATACCGCCACCAAAACTCGCGCTACTAATGGTAAAAATGGTAATGGCACTCAAGAATATCTTGGTTACATTGAATTACCTCGATATAAAATATTCCATTCTAGGTATTATCGTCCTGATAGACCAACTATTCTCCTATTTAAACATATGGGCTCGGAATCTGATGGTCTTAAATATCCTCAATGTGAAATCATTGCCGATCAAGTATCCGAAGGTAAATGGGATTTCTCATATCGCGAATCTATGACCAAATTAGTATATTATGCATTAAAAGTTGCATCTCGAGAGATAAGTTGGAATGTTGATAATAATGATATAATTGCTAGAGATACACCATATTCTCGTGTTCGTCTCCTTGATGTTGTTCCTAAATCTCTTGTTCCTGCCAGTCAACTTATTGATCCCCTTGGTAAATGCCGCGCCATCGCCTTCCGTGGTCCTGGCTTTAATGTTTTAATCTCCACTATTCCTTCCATGCCTGAAAATTTACCCACTCTTTTATCTACTGAAATTCGTCTTCCTATAGGATCATTAAATACCGTTCTCAATGGAGCATCCGCAAATTATATAACTAAAAATATAGATGGGGAGGTGGATGGTGTTTGGTATGGTGCCCTCGATATTCCTAACGCCTTCTATATTCCTATTGTCCCAACATCTTCTGCCCCATCTTCTATCTCCTCTTTACCTCTAGGCCCTAATAATCCATTGTTTACTACGGGAAGAGATCCTATTAATAGATATAGAAAATTAAGAAGGGTTTTAGATATTTTCTTACAAGTTGTATATTATTTGTATATGTTGGATCATAATAGTAATAATGGTATTGAGTTTATAAATAGATATGGATATATTAATAATGAAAATATAGATTCATTGGATATGTATTCCTTTGTTGGAATTGAAAGATTATTACCGACAGAGGAACAATTGCTAAGAGGTGGTGGAGTGGATATAGTTAGTGCTGCGATGTTATATTTAAGTAATACACCATTTAAGTCTATGTTTATTAATGTACAAGGAAATATTAAGATATTATTCCATAGTTATGATTTGGCGAAGAAAGTTGCTAATAAGTTGAGAAGAGATCCGAATGGAATTGTTCCGGTGGAGATTGTTGGATTATATTCTATGGAGGAAGATTTTAGACAGGATAGTTCGACTGCGATTTTCTTGGATGATTATGATATGAGGGAATGGTTAAGAACTGTGGAACATCCTGTTTTCCAAAATATGATCATCAAACCTAAGCTAGACTTATCTTATGCAATTTTAGAAGATCCATATTTATATAAGGATCAACAAGGTATAATATATATAGTTCAAAATGTTCAGAAAGGTAATATGTTGAAGGCATTACAAGTTTCTGAAAATTGGTATCAAGATAGAATTAACACTGGATATTATACTGAGGAATATGATATAAATTTATCTTATGATCCTGGAATGTCTGGGGTACCTCCTCATTTGGTATTTGGTATATCACCAGATGGAACTTTAACAGTTTCTAGTATTAATAATCCGAATTCATATCCACAAGAAGATTTATTACTTATTATGCAATATGCTCGTGGTAATTATGCAGCCATGTTACCGATTTATATTCCCCCTTCACAATAATTTATAATATTCACATAATTATTAACAATTAATAATTATCTCATATAACATTATATTATAACATCATATATTATATAATATACTTTATAACTTATAATTTATAACTTATAACTTATGGATTATATAGATTATATAACTTATGGATTATATAATTGTAAACAGTGTTGTGTTAAAGATTATAATGATAAAATGATATTAAACTTATATGGGTAAAAGATATATATTTCAATTTCATGTATACTATCCCATGAAGGCTTTTATAAATTATATAATTTAGATATAAGAATAACTATATGTAAAATGTTCTCTTTGTTTAAAGTTATTCGTTTATGACTTCGTAGATAATTACAAATTTTTATCTTTATAAGAAATCAAGAATTATATATAATAAAATTTTTTATAAACTATATATTATATAATTTATACAAGATGAAAATTTGTAATTATCTACGAAGTCATAAAAGAATAATTTTAAACAAGGAGAACATTTTACATATAGTTATTCTTATATTTAAATTATATAATTTATAAAAGCCTTCATGGGATAGTATACATGAAATTGAAATATATATCTTTTACCTACATAAGTTTAATATCATTTTATAATACAATTATAATTGTATTATAAGATTATAATATATTAGAAATTAGCTTCTATTCCATTATGTAATAACTTATATTTAAGAGCAACTTTATGCAACTTAATATCTTTATATATGGTATCTTTATGCTCCTTAGAAACATAAGAACATAAATTAACATACGCATCATACAATCCAAATGCTACACAATAAAATAGAATTTTGGATTTATTGTTCCAATCAGCATCAAAATATTTCTTCTTTATCTTCTCAACATTAGAGGTTTTAATATCCCTAACCAATGCTAATTCTAATGGATTAATTAATCCAAAAGGTTGAATACCTTCATACATCCCTTCTATTTCCATATCATACAATACCAATAAATGTTTAAAGATTGATTTTTCCGTTCTTCCCAATTTAGGATTATATACATCCAATATCTCTTTTATCTTCTGTACTCCCATTCCTAAAATAATACAATTTTCTATATATTTAACTTTATAATCTATACCATTATCTTCAAAGATAATAGGACAATCTAAACGATAACTTAGAATGGCATGATAAATAAAATCTAATCTTTGCACAATATTTAAATGATTCTTGTAGATAATATCCAATGTTTCCTTATCAGTTTTTGGATCTTCGATATAAAGTCTAACCTTATTTGTAGTAAATTGTGCCATGTTTATTCCTTTCTCTTATTATAAAGGATGTAATTATTTAATCATTTTCCCTTTTTGTCTTATTAAAAATAATATAAAGTTACATAGCACTTTATCGGTTATATAAAGAATTTAAGGTTTTCATACAAAGATTATTATCAAAATAATCAACATCAACATTATGATCTAATTCTTTTAGGGCAAGTTTTAAATTAAAACATTCTTTAGAACATGGTATACCAATAGGATTTCTATTATAATCAGATTTTATTTTAGAATTACATCTATGGCAAATCCACAATGGTGTTCCCACTGAAAAAATAAATGTATCAAAATACACACCACAACATTCTTTATATGCTATATTATCTGTCTTAATTATCTCGAAGTACATTTTATCTCCACAATAACACTCAACATTCCATTCTCCATCAATTAACTTCGGCAGATTTTTACAAATTCCACTATCTCCAGTCTCAGAAATCTTTTTAATACAATATTTACGTTGATGTTTATAATCAATAAAAGGATCACTGTTGCTCTTAAATAATTTGTTTAAGATAATAGTTTCAGAATTAAACCAAATTTTGGATAAATCATCCGAAGAATTACACTTCAATATTTTCTCTAATTTCTATTTTATGTATACTACCCCATAGAATAAAAAGAATAGAAATTACCTATCATATATTATTACCATTTATATCATTGCATACATAACTTTGTAATTTTATATAAAGTTATAATCTTCTATAACTCGACTTATCATCTAAAGATGATAAGGTGAGACTTACTTTATAATTCTATAACTTTGTAATTTTATATAAAGTTATAATCTTCTGTAACTTTGTAATTTTATATAAAGTTATAATCTCTTATGAATAAAAATAAAAGATAAAATGATATTAACACTATGGTTATAATTATATATAATATTAATATTATGTGTGGGTATACATGAAATTAAGGAAGTATAATAAATTATAATAGTTATACTTTATACATATATAGTAGTACAAAAATAACTTACTAATTATCTACTTGTATAATATAATTTCATGTATACCCACACATAATATTAATATTATATATAATTATAACCATAGTGTTAATATCATTTTATCTTTTATTTTTATTCATAAGAGATTATAATCTTATAAAATTATAATCTTCTATAATTTTATAACTATTTGGGTTTAAGTATGTTGTTTTGCTAAGGCATCACATCTATCATTTATCGGATCTCCTGAATGTCCCTTAACCCAATTAAAGTTAATAGTTTTAAAATGTTTTGCATCCACAATATTCCATGTTGGCCTTAAATACTCTAAATTCTTAACCTCCGCCAATTTTTTACCAACCCATTTAACTCTCCATCCATCTGGTTTAATACTATTTAAACTATATTGACTATCACTATATAAATCCACCGTAACTAATCTACTATCTATTCCAATTCTATCATTTCCTTCACTGTCCTTCCATCTCACCGTATTTAATACGTTTTTACATAAAATTAATCCATCATGAATTGCCATAATTTCTGCCTTTTGATTACTAACATCTTTGACATTTAATGCTGCGCTATGTTCATAATATAGGCCATTATATTGAACAACAATACCAATTCCCCCCTTTCCATTTCTATAGGATCCATCCGTATAACAAATAATCTTATCCATATTATTTCCTATATTTCTCAATATTCTACATATAATATAATTAAAAATTTAAAAATCAATTAGATATATAAATATATAATGGATAGAAGCTTAATTTAGTTATAACTAAGGATGGTAAGATTATGAAATCTAAATATTTATATAAAGAATACATCGAAGATACAACATATGATAATCGTAACCTTTTTATAATATAAGGCTGTTTATATGTTTGTGATAATTATTATAAAATAATTGAAGAGACGGTATCAGATGAAAACATTAATGAGGACTTACAATGTGCTAGATTAGCATATAAAGAAGAAATGAAATATAATAAAAATATGAACTTTTATAATTTCGGAATACGTATGATATGCAGTAATTTGAAACATGCACATTTATAATTTTATTTATTATATAAGATATTATAGATATAAATATTTATATCTATAATTGTATGACGATAACATTTATAATTCTATTAATATATCAACCTCCTTATCAAATTCTCTATTAAGACAATCATAATAATAATGTAATGGAATATCTAAAATATGGGACTTGATGGTAGATAATGAAATTTTATAAATGTTAACCTCATTTATTGCAACACATCCAACATATAACATATCTTTAAGGATATAAAATGCTATATCATTGCTATTCCAATCCATTATAAATATACGATCGTCGCATTCAATTTGTATTGTATTATTTACAGCATGACATTTCATATCATCTCCTATATAACTTGTCGTATATGAATTATATATGTATTTAATAGTTTCATTATCCCCTATTATACAATTTTCACTTTTTACGTTATAAAATAACATCTGCCTACCCTCTCCAATAAATCCATCCTTATTGCTAAAGATACCAGATACATCAACCATCTCATTACACACAATATTATTAGCCGAGTGAATAATTATATATCTTAAAATATCTTCAAAATTTCCTTCATACGGAAACTTTTGGAGAATAAAACTATATATTTTATCTGATATAGCCTTATCTTTATATTCATTTTTAAGATTTTTAAGTAAATATGATAATTCTTGCATTGGAATAAATCCGGAGTATCTATGTAACAATTTAAGTATATTCATTATTTCACCATTTTGAAGAGTTATGGGATATTGTAATTTATCCAGGTACTCATACCTCCATTTTTTATAATATGTTATAAGTTCGGGAATATTTTCTAATTCCATCTCCAATAATTTCTTTGATAACTTATCTGAAGAATTATCTTTTTGATTATTTATGATCCAACGACGACAAATATTTATCTTATATTTTAATCTTTCTAATTTTAATTTTATTTTATTCTCAATATCTTTCTTCTTAGATAATTTTAATAAACAGACAATTCCTTCAGTTAAATTACTTTCCCCATTCATTATATCTGAAGATAACTGTAACAGATCATCTATTATATATTCCTTAATATGTGGTAAATATTTAAGAAGTGCCTTATATTCACAATTATTTATAGTTAACAAGATATTTCCTGAATTAACATCGGTTATCGTAATATTCTCCATTATTGCAATATACATATATATAGAATTATATTATTAAATCAATTTATTATAAATATTATTTTAATACATTTTCAATCGATAAAATCATTATAGGTTTCCTTTTATCCAAAGTAAGTTATTTACTTCATGATTCAATAATTGTCCTTATTTGATGTATAAAATATTGGGTCCATGTGGAATCTTTATTATTTAATTTATTACACCATCTAGACATTTTCTAACATATCGTTTAATTCATTGCAGTTTCTTATAGGAAATACTTTAAGATATTAGTTTAATATCCATATATTTCTCTTTTTATATCAAAAATTTTAATATACTTACACTGTAAAGGATTAGTTGAATATTAGTAACTGTATACTATCTCATAACATATAAAATATAATATTTTATAAGGAATTATTACATATAAAATATAATATTTTATAAGGAATTATTACATATAAAATATAATATTTTATAAGGAATTATTACATATAAAATATTATATTTTATAAGGAATTATTATAATTCTAATGTTATATTAAAATTATTATTAAGCCATCCATGATAATAATATAAAGGAATATCTAACAAATGACACTTAATGTAAGATAAAGGAATTTTAGAAATTGTAACAGTGTTAATCTTCGCCACATACAAAAATCCATCAAATATATAATATGATGTATTACTATGTTCTTCATTTAGTACAAATAAACGATCATCATATTCAAATTGCAAATAATCACTATTAGCATAACATTTCTCCTTTTCTCCAATATAACTTGTCATATAATTCATATATCCTATACCCTTACTCTTTTTAACAATAATGCCATCTTCTTCCCTTACGTTATAATAAAATGTTTCAGAACCTAATCCGACAAATCCTTCTTTACTATTATATATACATTTTAAATTAATATTCTCTCTCCATATGATATTATTAGGAGAATCATATATTATATTATGTAATATATCACCTAATGTTTCAACATCATGATGATAATTAATAATATTATATAACTTATTTGATATGGCATTATTTTTATATGTTTTAGGGAGCATACATAATAAATATCCTAAAAGATCAGATATTATACATCCGGAATATCGATGTAATAGATTAATCGTATTTATTATATCATTTTCATTAAGCTGTATAGGATGCAATAATTTATATTCATATTGTCGACGTTTCTCCTCATAATGTTCTTTAAGTTGTTGTATGTTCGATAATGGAGTGTTTACTAATCTACTACATCTATCAGTCAATATTTTAGATGTATCTTTTATGTTATTGAATATCCAATCAGCACAAATGGATAATTTATATGTTAGTCTTCTTAGGTATTCTCTTACCGTATTCTGAATAATATCTTTATAAGATAATGATAATAGACACTTAATTCCTATGACTAGATTATCTTCTCCATCCATTATCTTTGATGATAATTCTAATATATTACCTATTTTATATTCATCGAAGTGTGAAAAATGCTTCTTAAGTATTTTATATTCTCCTTCATCTATAGTTAATAATGTATTTTTGGAATTAATGTCTTTTATTATAATATGATCCATATTTATTGAATTATTGAATTATATAAATAATTCATTTTATAATAAGATCACAAAATGAACGTATCTCTTATTTCTGATAATATAATAGAAATATTTAAAAACTTAGATTTGGGTAACATATCAAATTATTGCTATACTTCTAAAAATGATAATATATGTAATTCCCAATCTATCAAGGATTATCTTATAAATAGATTTATTCCAATGTTTAAACAAGACTTCAGTACATTTGATATATTTGATCTCCTGTCTATTATAAATCTATTATCTAGACATCCATATTATCTATCACAAGATTCTAAGTATAGAGATTTATTAGGAACGAGTAAATATAAAAGATTTATAATAGATAAATGGATCGCTGATAGTCAAATGTTTGATTTCTTAATGAATGATGGTATATTAGACATTATTAATATGATATTAATATTATATCCAATACCAGAAAGTTATGAAAATATGAAAATTACTTTAAATGCAACAAGTAAGTTAAATTATCTTGTTTATAGATCTTTGGCTTTAAGATATTCAGATGAGAAAATAATAAATATAATAAATTCCACAATATTACGATATTCAGAAGAAGAAAGAATAAATATGATAAAGTTTATGATTGTAAAGGAAGGTTATATCTATGACATAGAAGAAAGCTTAAATACAAATATATTTATTGATTATGGTAGAATAGAATTATATAAACACTATAATTCCCGTGGTTACAAAGGGTTGAAATATACATTAATGGAGGATACATTATACCATAATTATTTAACTTTAGTAGGTGATATACACCCTATAACAGGCAGACAAATAAAAGTAAAACCTTATTATTTATCATCAAATGGGTATCCTAAATTATTTGTTGATAGATATTTACGTGAGCTATTAGAGAATGATGGTTTTATGTCTGGATATAAAAATGGGATAGTTGTTCCCAGGGATAATAATTTTAATGAATATTGGAGTTCTTGTATTGGATTATTGTTTAATCCTAAGGTTACCAATGCACAATTAAATCAGATAAATATGGATGAAATGAATAAAGTTATTATAGGAACACTAAATTCTAAAGTTATAAATCATTTCTTAAATAGACAAGGTGGTATGGATACTTTGTTAAAATCAGTGCCATGGTTAGGAATTGAATATATATGGAAAATTTTAGATATATTAGTTACCAAAATTGAAGATACGAATGACACAATATCGTTATATAATAGATTACTTCAAGAATATAAATATAATATATATCCTGAATATGGAATAATAAATATTGTAATATATTTACATTCACGAGGTTTAGTAAAATTATAATTGCTATATTATATTAGATAATATAATATTTATATATATTAATATTGAATTGTTAATATTGTAGTTCCTATAAGACAAGATCCATCCATACAATCATTATACTTCTCTTCCCTTTCATTAGAAGTATATGAGTATCCCTTACTTCCTAAAGTCCAAAGTAAGTTATTTAGTGCACGATTTAATAGTTCTCTTTCATCGTTATCATAATATACATCTGGACCATATAATGGAATTTCTATAGTACATAACTTTTTACCATCTTCATAATCTTTATTTAGTCTATTACACCATCTGGATATTCTGTCATTATAAAAATCCCTTTTCTTGTTTAATTGATCGCGGTGTTTTTGTAACATATCTTGTAACTCTTGGCAGTTTCTTGTAACGTAGTATACAAGATATTAGTTTTGCATCCATATTTTCTTTTTATCTTCATATTTTTGATGTATATAATTATTTATATCGAAGGGTAATTTATTATTTTCATTCTTATTAGGTAACTTTAATAAATCCATTTGATAAAACATATTTATATAATGTAATTTCAATTTTATTCATATAACTCTAATAAATAAAGATAGTAAGATAATGAAATTATATGTACCTATATTTCATAATATGAAATACGAATAATATTGTAGATATAATGTTATCAAGAGATAAGTTATAACGAATGAAGAAAAATAATTTCTTAAAAATATAAAGTTAGTATAATAAGGATACTTTGTCTTGATGTATCTTGTACATTATTAATTATGATATAATATTTGATATCGCAATATTTATTGATTCTTATATGTAATAAAAATTGTATATTATTATCGTGTTATGTTATCATATTGTGATAAAAATTTCATGTATTTAGATAAGTTGTTGTCTGTTTAGGATGAATTATTTAGAACATGTCCTCTTCTAAAAAATTTTTTTTACAATAGACCTCTTCCAAAAAATTTTTTAACTTCATCATCTTCAAAAAATATTTTTACAACTTCATCATCTTCAAAAAATATTTTTACAACTTCATCATCTTCAAAAAATTTTTTACAACTCAACCTCTTCAAAAATTTTTTACAACACATCGTCTTCAAAAATTTTTTATAATCGACCTCTTCAAAAAATTTTTTACAACTCAACCTCTTCAAAAAATCTTCTCTACATTCTTACAAAATTTATAGTTTTGTAATATATAGCATTGATTTATATACTCAATAACTTAATATATACTTTTATTATATCATCTTACTCGGTTTTCATTCCTCGACCTTATTATATATTATATATAATAACTATTATCTTTTATATATTATATATAATAGGATGATGACGTATACGTTATAATTATTATATACAAATCATATATAATAAATTATTATATAAGTATTATAGTTAATATCATTTACCCAACTTTATAAGTGGTATGTATAATATACATATTTCTAGTATTAATTTATATTGATATATTAACATATCACATATAAGATAAAGACTTCTCTTCCTTATTATATGTTGTAAATGATAAAGAAGAAGTGAAATATGGCATTGATAATATATGATAAATAGTATATAAATATGATATTATGTATACCAACACATGACAGTTTCTTATAAATTATATTAACGCATCAAAGATTATTTTAATAAGAGAATATAATTTTAACATAGTTGCTAGCGTTCATAAAATTCATATTATACTTACAAAATTTATAAGAAACTTTCATGTGTTGGTATACATAACATCATATTTATATACTATTTACCACCTATTATCAATGCCATACTGTTATGATTATTTTATAATTCTATATCTTCAAAAGGTAGTAAATGCTTAATTATTCTATATTCTTCATTTATAGTTAATAGTATTTTTATAATATAACTACAAAAAAATAATTCCTTAAAAATATAAATTCCTTATAATGGGGACATTATGATGAACTCTTTGTCCATTTATTAATATTATAATAATATAAGACGTATAGTTAATATAGAAAATAAAAAGGATGAATATAATATAAGTAGTACTTAGATAAAGCTTATTTTCTGATGAGTTTGTATCTTTGATGTATATTTAAAATAAGAGAAGAAAGTTGGGTGGAACGTTATACCCTGTTGATATCTCTGTTACGACATTAGAATGGAAAGAGGATTGTTTTATAACTTCGTCATCCTCCAAAAAATTTTTTATAACTTATCGTTCTTGTAGATGAATCTTTAACAACTCGATCTTCACCATCTTCAAAAAATATTTTTACAACTTGACCTCTATCTCGCTTCTCTATCTCGCCTGCGGCTCTACAAGAGGAAGAGAAATATTTTTATAACTTAACCTCTATCTCGCTTCTCTATCTCGCCTGCGGCTCTACAAGAGGAAGAGAAATATTTTTATAACTTGTCCTCTTCAAAATATTTTTATAACTTATCCTCTTCAAAAAAAAATATTTTTACAACTTCATCATCTCAAAAAAATATTTTTACAACTTCATCATCTTCAAAAAAAATTTTTTTACAACTTCATCATCTCAAAAAAATATTTTTACAACTTGTCCCCTTCAAAAAATTTTTACAACTCGACCTCTTCAAAAAATATTTTTACAACTTGTCATCTTCGAAAAATTTTTTTACAACTTGTCCTCTATCTCGCTTCTCTATCTCGCCTGCGGCTCTACAAGAGGAAGAGAAATATTTTTATAACGCATACCCCACAATGTTACAAAATTACTAATTTTGTAAGAAACAGCATTATTTCCTATATTAAATTATGCAATATATACTTTATTACATCATTTCTTTGTCTTTCTCAATTTTCATCCTTATATATTATATATAATTATTATTATTATTATATATAATATATAAGGATGAAGATAATTGAATGACAAAGTTATCATTTGATATATTATCAATTATATAGTTAACCATAGTAGATACTAGTATCGTTATTAATATTCTAATAAATATTAATATTATATCCATATTCCTTCATATAAATATATATATATATATTATATGATTATCTTATATATTTCAACCTTTTATTATATTATAATTAATAAAAAGAAGAGAAATATGATATTGAAAGTATGGAGTAAATGTTATATAAAAATGATGTTATGTATAGTATCCCATGGGAAAAAGAAAGGAACTTATGAAATATAAGTTTGTTGTAGGTATATTTCATAGTACTAAATTATATAACTCCCGAATAATAATATTCCATAAGTTCCTCCCTTTTTGTCATGTATAGTATCCCATGATATCATTTTTATATAACATTTACTCCATACTTTCAATATCATATTTCTCTTCTTTTTTATTAATTATAATATAATAGATACTTTCTATAATTCTAACATTATATCAAAGTTACTAGTAAGCCATTCATAATAATGACATAAAGGAATATTCAATAAACAAGACTTAATATCACATAAAGGAATTTTATAAATTGTAGCTCCTGCAATCTTCGCTACATATAAAATATCATCAAATATGTAATATGCTACTCTATTATGCTCTTCATTCATTATAAATAAACGATCATTGTATTCAAATTGCAAATAATTACCATTAGCATAACATTTCCCATCTTCACCAATATAACTTGTCATATAATTCATATATCCCATATTCTTATCTTTGGTGATAACACCATTCCCATCCTTTATATTATAATAAAATGTTCGGGAACATCCTACCCCAACAAACCCATTCCTATTATTATATATACATCTTAAACTAATTTTCTCCTTCCATATAACGTTATTACATAAATCATAAATTATATGTCCTAACATATCCCCAAACACTTCATCACTATTACAATAATTAATAATATTATATAATTTATCAGATACCGCCTTATTTTGATAACTATCAGGAAGTTGTAATATTAAATATGCTAAATGATCTGATAATATATATCCTGAATATCGATGTAATAAATTAATTGCATTTATTATGTCACTTTGATCAAGTTCTATAGGATGAGATAACTTATATTCATACGTTTTATACTTGTCTTCATAACGTGTCTTAAGTCCCATTATGTCACATAATGGAGTATCTACCAATCTAGTATATGTATTAGTTAATATTTGAGAAGTGTCTTTTTTATTGCTGAGTATCCAACCATTACAAACCGATATTTTATATGTTAATCTTCTCATTTTTTCCTTTATCATATTTTCAATATCATATTTCTTAGATAATTGTAATATGCATTTAATTCCTGAAATTAAATTATTTTGTCCTTCCATTATATCACATGATAATTCTAATATATTGTCTGTCATATATTCTTCAAGATGTGGGAAATGCTTCTTAAGAACTTTATATTCCTCCATATTTAAAGTTAATAAAGTATTTTTACAATTAGTATTTTGTATTATGATGTTTTCCATATTATCTATTATAATTAAATTATAACTAAATCAATTTAATTATAATTTAATTATAATATATTATTAAAATGACCCAGATACTTATTCCTGATAATATAATAGAAATATTTAAAAATTTAGATCTAACTAGTATATCAAATTATTGTTCCACATATAAAGATGCTAATATATGCAATACACAATCAGTTAAGGATTATCTTATAAATAGATTTATTCCTACTTTCGAAACGCAATATAAGAATTCTAATATATTTGACATATTATCAATAATAAGGTTGTTACAAAGACATCCATATTATTTATTACAAGATCCTAAATATAAAAATTTACTAAAAACGGATGAATATAAAAGATTTATAATAGATAAATGGATTGCTGGTAATAGCATGAAAGAATATTTTAATTTCCTTCATGACGAGAAAGGTGGAAGAACCGATGATATAGATACTATTATTAATATGATATTAATATTATATCCAATACCAGAAACTTATGAAAATATGAGGAGTACATTAAATGCCCCCAGTAAATTAAATTATATTGTTTATAGATCATTGGCCTTAGGATATTCAGATAATGAAATAATAAATATAATAAATTCTGTGACAACTGCAAAACGAGATCCAATTCAAAATATAGAATTAAATTTGAATACATTTATATTCATTGATTATGGTAGAATGGATTTATTTGGGAAATACAACCAGGGTGGATATGGTGCATTAAAATCATCAAAAGATAAATTTATGAATTCATTCTTTGAGAAGGATTATTTAACATTAGTTGGTAATACAAATCCCATAACAGGTAAAAGAATAAAAATAATACCACTTTATATCTTAAATAATAAATATCCTAAATTATTCATAGAGAAATATTTGACTGAGCTGTTGGATGATGAGGATTTTAGATCAGGATATGAAAATGGTATAATTATTCCTAGAGATAATAGAGATGATAAATATTGGAATTCTTATATAGGTTTACTATTTAAACCTAATGTTACGGACGCGCAATTAAATCAGATTGATAATATAGAAGGAGAATTAAATACTATTATTTTAGGAACCTTAAATCCTTTTGTTATAAATCACTTCACCAATGAACAAAATGACACGGACGCGCAATTAGAATCGATTACTATGTTAGGAATTGAATATGTTTGGAAAATTTTAGATATGCTAATGTCGCAAATTAATGATGTAAATATGAGAGTAACATTATATACTAAATTAAGGGAAGACTATCGATATGGTATCAATGTAGAGAAAGGTATGATAGGTGTTTTATTCCATTTACATTCACAAGGTTACATAAAATGGTGATTGTAATCTTTAAAAATTGTTATATGATATAAAATATGATATAATAGAAATTATGATATAATATAAAGTATGATATAATATAAATTGTTATATATAAGTTGTTATATAATATAAATTATTACACAATATAAATTGTTATATATAATATAAATTGTTATATATAAATTATGATATAATATAAATTGTTACACAATATAAAATATATCATAATTTATATATGATATAATATAAAATATGATATAATATAAAATATGATATTATATAAATATGATATAATATAAAGTATAATATTATATTATGTTATATGTTGTAGGTAAATTATTTAAGTTGTACAGTTATAATCTTACTTCCTATAGTACAAGCACCATCCATAAAATCTTGATATTTCTTCGTATCATCTTTACAAGTATAACTATACCCTTTACTACCTAACATCCAAAGTAGATTATCAATGGCATGATTTAATAATTGCTCCTGATCACTATTATAATATACATCAGGACCATATAATGTAATATCTATATTACAAAATTTTTCACCATCTTCATATTTCTTGTTTAATTTGTTGCACCATTCGGATAATATATTATTGTAAAACTTCATTCTTCCATTTAGTTCATCACAATAGGCATTTAACATATTCTTTAATTCATCACCTGCAAAGTTTAACATCCATATTTTCTTCTTATTTTCATATTGTGTTTTTATATAATTATTTATATCAAATGGTAATGTATCTTTTTGATTCTTGTTTGGTAATCTTAAGAAATCCATTTATTTGTTGTAAGGTATTAAATTTAAATCAATTTAATATATCTTAAAAGAATATATAATGTATTATATACTATTGGATATGTAAGAAATCATTAATTATTGAAATACACTAAATCCAAACACTAATATTATAAGATAACATGATGTAATAAAATTATATATTACATTATCTTATCTTATATGAAACATTTGGTATAATCACAAAATCGTTAATTATGTAATATTGTTTCTCAAAAAGAATTATGATAGAGGATGATGTTATAAAAATTTACATTAGTTCTTTTTGTTCTCAATCTTATACAGCCAAATGTTTCATATAAGATAAGACAATGTAAAGATTAAATACACTATAAAATCTTTACATAATGGATACTAATAACTTTACAAACAGTTAGTCATAGTGTTTATATTTTTAACATAAGATAAAAATAATTCCTTAAAAATATAAATTCCTTATAATAGGGACGCTATGTTTAACTCTTTGTACATTAGAGAAAAATATTGTATCTCTTATTTATTATAAATTATGTCCAAATTAATATTTTTTTAAAAGGACAATTTATCTTTAGATTTTAAGCTTTTATAGTATTTTTCTAAAAATCTTATATTCGTCATTATTTAAAAAATTTTTATAACTTGCCCTCTATCTCGCTTCTCTATCTCGCCTGCGGCTATCTCACTTCGTTCTTCAAGAAGAAAGAGGAAGATAAAAATATTTTACAATCTACCTCTTCAAAAATATTTTTTATAACTTGTCCTCTTCATAAAATATTTTTATAAGTTGTCCTCTTCAAAAAATATTTTATATAAGTTGTCCTCTTCAAAAAATATTTTATATAAGTTGTCCTCTTCAAAATATTTTTTAAAGAGGACAAGTTATAAAAATATTTTTACAACTTCATCATCTTCGAAAATTTTTTTTACAACTTATCCTCTTCAGAAAAAACACTCATCGTATTCTTACAAACTTTATAATTTTGTAATAAGTAGCACTAAGATATATAGTATATATTATAATATATACTTTTATTACATGATCTTATTCTTCTTCATTTCTTATTATATATTATATATATAATAATTCTTATCTCTTATATATAATATATAATAAGGAATAAAAAAGTTATAATTATTATATTTATAATTTATTATATTTATAATTTATTATATAAATATAATAATTAAATTTAATATAATTTATGTAGCTTAATAAATAATATAAATTATATACATACTTCTATTATAGATATATGTTGTATATTTTATTATATTCATATTAAGAGGGTTTATTATTCCTAATATATAATAAACAATACTAAAGAAGATAAATATAGTATTAACACTATATAGTATTTATAATATAAATATCATGTAATGTATAGGTACCCACAAGCACTTTTATTAAATAAGAAGATAAATTTTAATAAATTATGTATATTAACATCTATATCAAAATATATCTTATATATAAATTATTCTTTTAATATAATAGAAAAATAATTCCTTAAAAATATAAATCCCTTATAATAGGGACAATATGACCAACTCTTTGTCCATTAATTAATAATATTATACCATAACATCAATAATCAGTGTAAAAATTAAGAATATTAATATGATCTAATATTTATAGCTTTAAAATATTTTTACAACTTGTCCTCTTCAAAAAATATTTTGTAACTTGTCATCTTCTAAAAATATTTTTACAACTCATCCTCAAAAAATATTTTTATAACTTGTCCTCTAAAAATATTTTTATAACTTGTCCTCTTCAAAAAATATTTTTATAACTTGTCCTCTAAAAATATTTTTACAACTTGTCATCTTCAAAAAAATTTTTTACAACTTGTCCCCTATCTCGCTTCGCTCTGCAAGAGAAATATTTTTATAACGCATACCCCACGATGTTACAAAATTACTAATTTTGTAATAGAAGCCTTAACCCACATACTAAAAGATGTAATATATGATTTTATTACATTCATTCTCTTCATATTCATCTCATAGTTTCCTTTCTATATATTATATATTATTATTATTATATATAATATATAAAGAGAATGAATGTATTAGTTATAATAGTTATATAATTATAATAGTTTTATATAATTATAATAGTTATATATAATTATATAGTTAATATTATATATTAACCTTAGTAAAGTATCCAATTTATATCCATATTTGTAATATGAATATTTTAATGTGTTCATATAAGATAAGATATCTTCCTCATCTTATATATATATTTAATTATAAATATAAAATAAATATAGTATTAATACTATGGTTATAATTTTATATAAATCTGAAGTCATGTGTACCATCTCATGCGCAAAACAAGATAAATCATATATAACAATATTATTATACATATCATAATATCTATACCAACAAGTATCATATCTCATTAAATTATCATCTCTATCTTTTCATATGTACCATCTCATAAGATTAAAATAATAGATAAATATTATGGTAATATCTATATCATTTTATATAACTTATAAACTATTATATAAATTATAAACTATAATCTATAACTTATAAACTATTATATAACTTATAAACTATAATCTATAATCTATAATATATAACCTATTATATATTATAGATTATATAACTTATAAGACAATTATATAATCTATTATAAGTCAATTATATAATATACAATCTACAATATAATTATAATTTATAAGAAATACATATATAATATAATTATTATATATAACATACATTACATGCTTACTGACAAGCTAAACATGTGGGATCAGATCGTAGACAAACTTTATCATCTGCACTAGTTTTTAATACAGTCTCCTCTCTTAAGTTTGTTGGCATTGGCTTTCTTTGGTGCACGGTCTTCTTTGATTTTTCGGCATCTTCCTTATCTAACATCTTTAATGCATATTTTACTTCAGCTGAGAGTGATAACTTTGCAATCTCATATGATGCTTTAGTATGAACATAATAGAAGCCAGTCTTTAAGCCAAGACGGAATCCTAAGATGTGGGCATCATATAATTTATCATAGTTGACATCCTCGAAATATAAATTTGTTGATTGTGATTGATCAATATATCGAGCTCGATCTGCTGCCAATATTAATATAGCGGATTGTTTAACCTCCCACATAGTACGATATTTATTTACTAAATACTTCAATCTATCATATTCTTTGGCGGTTTGATGGAATTCTGGGAACCAATCTGGGAATTTTTGGATAAGTCGTTCGATCTTACTTACACTACCATTTTCTGTCTGAATAAATTGACTTATCTTCTCATTCCAAATATTTAATTTCTTAAAATCTTTAACTAGGTATCGATTAATCCAGTTAACAGTTCCAGTAGTCATACGTCTCGAATATACATTACCTGTAGGCATCTCTACAGACTCCGTATTCATCATAATTTGTGATGTAGAAGCTGTAGGCATCAATGCAACCAACAAGGAATTAGCGACACCATATTTAACGATTACACGACGTAGATCTTCCCATGTAGGCTGAATCTCATCCACAACCTTTCCATCCTTATCTACTAATTGAATAACACCCTGTTTCCAATATGAAGGAGGTATAGGGTTATCATCCGATGCTTTTCTTCTAGGATTTTCTTTAGGATTTTTACCCCATAATAAATCATATTCTTCCTTCCAAAGATCAAATTGTAATTTACCTTGACTGAGAGGAGAAGGTTGGACAACTCTAGTATAATCCTCTAAATGTGCCTCTCCATTTGATAAATATTTCTCCACTTCCTTCTCTTTATCTAAGTTATATCCTCTAAATGATGCATATTCTCCATTTAAGATAGATAATTGGACACTTTCGGCAAGAGCATTATAATAAATACAAGCAAAGACCATCTTATTTAAGAGTTTAGTATAAGGATTTATCTTTTTACCATCCCATAAGGCTAAATCTAATTTAAACAACATTTCAGCAAAACCAGAGCAACCGATGCCAATAGGTTGATGAATGAAGTTAGGTAAGGAGATGGGACCATGTTCCTTCAATGTTCTTAATAATTTTAAACATTCTTGGACATCATCAAATTTATTTAAGCTTATAGACAATGCTAATCTTTCTTTTAAAATCTTCTTGAGAGATCGAATTTTATCTAATTCTTCACCTTTGGGATCTAATGGATAGAAATTATGATCAATTACTTGATTAAGATTTTCAACTAAATGCTTTGAGCATCTACCTAAACCCTCAAAATCATATTTATCTCTTAATTCAGCGGCAATTTCATCTTCATTATCAGTATCTTTTTGGACGACATATCCTTTACTATGTTTTCGAAGATTTAGGGATGCTAAATTACAGGAGGCAATTTCATCTACATCTGAAAATTCCACAATTTCTAGACATAAATTCATACATCTAATATATCCAATACCTCTTTGATTTGATTTAATATTACTACTATCTGCATGTAAGATATATGGCTTACTAGATTCTTCTTGGCATTTTATAATATGTTTAAGAATATCCTCTGCCTTATGAACTTTACGATATTTAGTACTAATACTTTCATCATTTTCATATTCCATATAACGCTTTTCGAATTCCACTCCCCAAAGGTCATTTAGTTCAGGAGTTTTAGCTGGACAGAAAAGAGTCCAATTACCACCCTTAAGAACACGTTTATAAAATAACCAAGGCATCCAAAGTGCAGTTTGTAGATTAGGAGTTCTCTTGTACATAGGCTCCTTCTCTAATCTTAACTCACAAAATTCAAATAAATCTATGTGATGGGGTCGGAGGAAAGCACACATGGCACCTTTTCTCTTTCCAGTTTGATCAACATAGCCAGCTGTCGAATTATAAGTTTGTAACATAGCAGGAACTCCACTAGAAACCCCATCAAATCCAATTTCTGAATGTCTAACTCTACTAAAATCACATCCTAGAGCACCTTTTTCCTTAGATATCATAGCAAATCTTTTATTATTATCAGTGATACTATCTAACGAATCATCTGTAGTTCCCAAGAAACATGAACTCATTTGATTTTTATGCATACCAGCATTAAATAGTGTTGGCGATGCATGTGTATAATACATATTTGACATCTCCTTATACGCACGCACTACCTTGTCAATTCCTTTATCATGATATAATTCTACAGCCACTCTCATATGCATTAATTGAGGTGTTTCTATCGGTTGTTCTCCCTTTTTAACTGATGATAGATATAACTTTCCTAATGTGTTAGCACCAAAATAGTCATATTTTAAATCATTAATACTATGTTCAGTTATTAATGATTGTAGTTCATTTTCATGTTGAGTTAAAAATTCATGGATATCCTTTCGTAATCTTAATTTCATTTTATTGTTATATTCGTTTAAACTTTTAGCTGCATTCTTCTTGAGTTCTTGAATAAATAATTTTCCTGCTTCTCTAACATTCCTATAATCACTTAAATCATTTCCTAATTTTTGAATATCTTGTGATAAATAACCATTGGCATCCATTTTTTCTTTTCTCTTCTTTTTTTAAAATTTCTGTTTTCTCTATTATGACATTATTCCCATCTTATCCCTTTTTCATTCTCTTAATATTATATTTCTCTTTTATTTATTTCCTACATTTTTTCATATATAATTAATATTAAATTCTTTATACTTATAACCTTTATCTATTAAATACATGAAAATATTATAGGAGAAATATACAGTATTGTAATATCATATCATCCATTATAATATAATAAGAAAATTTCATATAAAATTATGTGTTATAATTGATGAGATTACCAAAAAGAAACATGATATAGAGATAAGATGGAAGGTGTAATAATATATTGTTAGTACATAGGAGATAAGATGGAAGGTATAATATAATATTATTAATATATAGGAGATAAGATGAAGATTGTAATATTAATAATAGATAGAAGATAAAATATTAATATATAGAAGATAGGATGGGAAGTGTAATATTGTAGTGAGTGGGTATAGAGGAGGATAAAGTAAATATAATATTATAATATGAAATGGGATATTATAATGTGAAAAATTAACAACGGGAGGGACAACGAAGATCGGTGAAGGAGTTGAAGAAGGAATAGAAGAAGGTGTAGATGAGGAAAATAATTATGAAGAAGAACCAACCGGAGAAGTCTATAAGAGAATTCATAATTAATTTGCTGGTGTTAGCTTGATGAAACTTTCGTATATCATAAGAACAGAAGGTTATAAAGGTATAAAGTACTAGGACTATTAAAAATGCTAAAAAGATAGAACTTTTAAGGGTGTAACGTAGGGCGGCATAAAAGATACCGGTAAGAAATAAGACAGCGAGAATAGCTAAAATAAATAAAATCATTTTTATAAAGTGAATAAAATGTTGTTGGCAAAGATATATTGTTTCCTACATAAATATATTCCAAAATGTTCAGAGCAGGAGATATTCAGTGTATTATATCAAAGTAAATTAACGGCGAAACCACTGCACACAGTTATAACTTTATCTAATCCCTTAACTGCCCAACATACACAAAACAAACTTCGTCTCCATATATTATATCATTTACTAAATTATTATTTGGGATATAATTATCACGGGGATGATATCAAAAGATTATCTTCTTTAGATCAGGAGAAACTACTACAATATCTCCTAGCTAATAAAGATGATGAAGTTAACATAATATTAGACCAGATAAATTTTAGGAGAGATCCTACCACCTCCTGTCAAATATTATCCACCTTAGGCCTACCTCAAGAACTTATCTCCAGAATACCAATTTCCATACTTTCTAAGATTGAAGAAATGGAGGACATAGGGTATGGTCGAGGTTATATTAAGATAATAGAAATATTATATAGGTATAGAGAAGAGGGAAATATTGAAGATGTAATAAAGAAATTATTGAGTGAATTTATTAATTATCAATTAAGATTGCATTTGGTGGGATGTTCTGTAAATTGGGATAAATATATAAAGATAAGGGAGGAGGATAATGTAGAAATAGAAATATCTGATATAATATTGGATAATAAGACATATACATTATATCATTTTAATTTTTCAGATATTGGGGATATGGAAATTCCTATATATCAATATTTGGCAATGGATATATCATTAAATAAGATAGAATGGATATTATTAAAACATAATAATAAATTAATGTTGGGAGAACATGAGAATATATGTCAGAGTGTTATGGATAATATAGAGTATAAAGATTATGATAATTATTTAAATAGTATTAATGGATCATTAACTAATTTCTTTAATGGGAATGTGCCGGGAAGATATAATTCCATACATTTATTGGTGCAGAATAGTATATATAGTCAAATTATTTCTTATATTAATAATCATGTGACTGCATGTCAGGACTCCTGGGTCATTCGAAATAAGCTATATTATACTAATTGTTCAAAGACAAGATCTAATATAGTTTCATATTACCCAAATAATATTAAGGATTTAATAACAAATATATCACAAAATATTTAAAGATAGATCAAAATAATTGATAATTTAATTAATAGAAGGGAAGGAGAGTGAGACAGGATTAAACAATACAAGCTATAACTAACAATGGAATCTAGAAAGGAACAAATGATCGTTGCCGTTACGAATATGATGGGTACTTTGAGTAGTGTGCATCAATTCTTACAAAATTATAATGGACCGGTTGTATCATATGAAGATATGAACAAGGTGAGAGATGTTATGGCAACTTTAGTGGAGAATGTTAATAGAACAATGGGATTGCAACAAAGTCCAGCATATTCTCCTATGTCATATCCTACATATCCTCCTATGTCATACCCAGGATATCCTCCAATGGGCTACCCTATGCCATATCCAAATCAGGTAGCACAACCTGCGACAACTCCTAAGCCAGCAAAAGCTAAAGGCCCTATTCATCCATTCCCTAATCCAAAGATTGATGATGTGGGAAGCTTTAAGAATGGAGAGGAGGTTAAGAAATTTAAGGTGGCAAGTGTAAATACTAAGGATAGATGTGTAATTGTAACATTTGAGGATGGTACTACTTTGGATATTTATTGGAAACGTGGATATTGGGCTAAGAAGGATGAATGCCAAACAAAGAAGAATATGGTTGGAACATATACATTAAATAATGAACAATAAACAAAGCTACAAACATTTATATAATTATATATTAATAATATATTTTTATACATTATATATAATTATATAATTATATAATATAGTGATTAGCATCAACCCGTTTTATAAATACATTATTATAGAGTATGTAATCTATAATCTATAAAGTATAATCTATAATGTAAAGTATTATAACTATTATTATATATTTTATATAATATATAATAAATAAAGTACAAAGTGTAATCTATAAAGTATAATCTATAATGTAAAGTATTATAACTATTATTATATATTCTATATAATATATAATAAATAAAGTACAATCTATAATTTATAATCTACGATCTATAAGTATTATATAAGTATTATATAATCTATAATCTATAAAGTATTATATAATCTATAATCTATAATATATAACTATTATTATATTTATAACTATTATATAATCTATAATCTATAACTATTATATAATCTATAATCTATAATATATAACTATTATTATATTTATAACTATTATATAATCTATAATCTATAATATATAACTATTATTATATTTATAACTATTATATAATCTATAATCTATAATATATAACTATTATTATATTTATAACTATTATATAATCTATAAAGTATTATAAGTATTATATATTATATAATAGTTATAGATTATATAATAGTTATAAAGTATAATCTATAATATAAATATATAAGATATAAGCTATAATGTCATAAAATTATAACATTATTTAATTTTAATATTAAAAACAATATGCTAATACATAATTTAATAAATCAGATAAATTATGATAATTACAATACCAAGGTTGTCCATCATATAGAATATTTGGTTCTGTGATCGATATAGAATATGGATCAACTAAAATTGATAATGAGGGATCAGCATTGTGTATCGTCATCGAGTTTTTAATCATCATAATTAATTCCTCCTCATCCCTATAATAATAACTCTCTCGGCTTATTGGAATCTTTACCCTAACATTCTTTGGATGGTAAAATGCTATGGGTATAGAATATTTTTCTAGACACTTAAATAATGGAAGTTTTTCTTGAATTGTATTTACATCATCCTTCCTTATTATAAAACATAATAAATTTGGAGTTGTTGGAAAAAATAAGTCTATTATATATTGAGCATCTATATTTTTATTTAATTTTTCTATTTCCATGGTTTATACTCTCTTTATATATCCTCAAACAAAATATTTATCCTTCATTCTTTTAAATTTATACATTATTTTTAATTTCTTCATAAAGTCTGATTCTACTCCATTTTTATCTTTCACATAATCTGATACATATTTTGCTATACTATCAGGACTATATTCATGATGTAATCCCATTACATAACATAATGCTAGGATACCCTTTCCTTTGTTATGGTCGCTTCTAGAAACACCCATAGACATATTATAATTTCTATAAAAATCTACTGCAGTTACCATCGTCAACTTTTCCGACATATTATTTATTAATTGTTTAAATAACGTTCGAAATTGTTCTTCTGTATATTCATCCTCCAATGCCTCTATATATTCATCCACTTCCATCGGATACAATTCATGAATACAACATGCTGTATGTAAACACACAACCGCCAACAATTTTATATCACCCATCATATTCTCCTTAATATCATGTTTTAGCGCTAAATCCATTAAATTTATGGCATAATAAAAGGAATCTGTGCATAATTTAAAAGTTTTAGAAATATCGTATAACCAATCTGCAGTATCTTGTCTTTTTATCTTTTCCTTTTCCGTTAATACCAATGAAAGTGGTTCCCATTCTATACTTCTTTTCCAATTTAATTGTTGATCTTCATAAGTCTCTTCTACAACTTCCGAGTCATCTAGAAAACGTAAGGCATTCTTAGCAGATATTCTTTCATTTATATTAACTTTTAACATTTGTTTTAATAATTCCTTGATCTTAGGATTGCTGATCTCTGGAAATGGATCCTTCTCTGATAATCTATATGTTATATTCTTATACATAGATATTTCTGTATCATAATTAAATAATATATTTCCAGTACATAATTCATATAATATACAACCAGCACTCCAAATATCTACTTCTGGACCATATTCATTATTACTATATTTTATTCCTCCTAATAATTCAGGAGGTCGATACCATAACGTTATAACCTCCGGAGACATATTTCCAGAGGGAACTGTTACACTTCTAGCCAATCCAAAATCTGCTATACATACCTTTCCATCTTTTATTAATATATTTTTAGATTTAAGATCTCTATGTAAGACAGCTCTGGAATGTATTACATCTAATCCTTCTAGAATAGATTTAATGATGGATAAACATTGATCCTCTGTAAATTTTTCATTCCTTTTCATATAATCATATAGATCACATTCCATTAAAGGAAATAATAAATTTATATTTTCATTCTCATATTTTACCTCTAATAATGGTATTATATTTTCGTTTTTACATATTCTTAAAGTTAATATTTCCCTTAGAACGAAGATAATAACAGTCTCATCACTGACACATATCTCCTTCATACAATATAATTCTCCACTTTCTTTATTTTTAACTTTATAAGCCACACCATATCTTCCTTCTCCCAATCTTTCTATTTTCTCATAATTATCCATTCTTTTTATTTATTTTTATTTCTATTTTCTCTTCGTTGTCAGTTTTCTCATTCTTCTTATTTTATTTTATTCTATAATATATATTATCCAATACCAACATTACTATATTATTATTAATTATATATTTACTCTCTATCTCATATATCTATATATTTATTTATTTATTATTATCATTAAATATTTTTCTTTAATACCATTTATTATATAGATTAGATTTAATGGATTCATTGATATAATTGTGAACTATAAAGATCTTCATGTAAGACACACTATTTGAAATTAACTTTATACATTTAACATATATAAAACTATTTATATATGAGTGCTAATACTTTCAAATTATCTTTTAATACAGAAGTCAGTGCTTTCCAATTATAAGATAAATTTTAATATAAAAGTCAGTGCTTTTCAATTATCTTATAATATAACGTTATTCTCTCTATATCTTATAAATGACCTTAAGGTCATTTATAAGAACAAGAGCGCAACCGAGATAAGGAAATGTAAATAATGGTAATTAATATCCTTATTATAAATAATATAACTCTCATATTTGTCTTATTATAATTAACTATGAGAGTTATATTATTTATAAGATTATGGGAAAATTTTAATAATAAGTGCCAAAGATACGATCACAAATGGTAAAAACTTGACCATAATTATAATTAAATTTAGTGTGATGATAATGATGATGTTTAGCACCATTTAATATATACCAATTAACTAATGCATATCTATCATGAATACTAACACTCCAACAAATAACAAATAGTAAACTAGCTAAAATAAAATATTGATGTAGAGGTACAAAAATAGGTATTGCGAAATATGGAAATCCTTGTAAGAATGCGTCTAATGGATGAAATGCCCCCGCAGCAAATGGATCCACATATATAAATTCATGATGTGGTTTATGCAAATTCTTATACAAAAATGGTATATCGTGCAATAATCTATGTATCCAATATATTAAAAATTCACTCAAGCATATAAATACCATAATATAGAATATTTGTGATGAAATATTATATTCATAAATATTATAGAATACTTTGCTACATTTAGTCATATGTGCTATATAAATCCAGGGAATACATAATATAGAGAATGAAATACAGTTAATTACATTTAATTTAATCTCCCTCTTAATAGATTCTAATCTCCTTTCATCTTTATATTCATCATTATATAAGAATGCATAGTCAAGATATGATAATAAATTATATAAAAATATACTTCCTAAAGAATATAGAGAGAATAATTTAAAATAAATTTCCATAGAGGTAGACCCTTCATCTATTATATAAGTAAAAATACTATTAGGTGATAAGGAATATGGTATGATATTCATTATAGTAATAGAAAGAAATATATATAAAGATAAGAAAGAAAACAAAAAGGGGGACATATGGGAATGTTTATATAAAGTCATATTAAATATTTATAGGGAAAAATATGAAGGATGATAAAATGAAAATGGGAAGAAAAATATAGAAATATAAGAAAAAAGGGAATGTGAAAAAGAAAAAATTATAATCTCGGAATAAAATTCAAATAAAAAAATAAAGATGATTTTAAAAGAATGCTAATATATTTATCGTTGGCCATTTTCTTGCTTATAGGGATTAAATTGTTTAACATAAATAGTGGAAAACGCATCACCGATCCACCAATATATCCAAGTCTCACAATTCTAGGTCCTATGGAGTTATTTAAGAATCCATTGGATTTTGCAAGAAAGGCAAGAAGTAGTTTAGGAGTAGATGTCTTTACAGTTTGGATGTTAGGAAAGAAGCTAACCTTCGTATTTGGAAAAGAAAATGTTTTGAAGTTAACAGATGCAGAAAATACCGAACTTAATTTCGAAGATGCCTATCAAACTTTCCTTAAAATGGCATTTGGTAATGGTATTCTAAATAAGAAAACTGCACCAGAACAAGTAGCATTATTAAAGAAATATTTAGCAGATGATTATGTCGAAGGATATCTAGAACCGAGTTATAATTTAGCCAAGAAAATAATTGGAGAAAGATTAGGAGATGGTGGGGAGGTTGATATTCAAGAGGTAGTATTGAAAACATCATTTACTATAGGAGCCCGAAACTTCTTAGGTACTGACTTCCTACAAACTCTAAAAGATTATGATTATAAGTCTATATTTAGTGGGTTTGAAATGGGAATGCAATTTGCCACAGAATATATTCCCTTAGTTGGAAGATTAAAGAATATATATGACAAATATAGAACACCAACACCTTTTGCCAAAGCTGTCATGCAATTAGCCAAAGAAAAAGAGATGGCAAAGCAAGAAGGACTATTAACCGAAGATCATAATATGTTTGAAAATGCAGTATTACGAAGACATGATCAAAATGGACCATCTAAGGGTGATGATGACATATTAATCAATTTAATGAAGATTATAGTATTTGGTAGTGGATTCAATGGATATAATATGATGAGTTATTTCTTAAGAGCGAATGTAGGAAATGAAGAATTATGGAATAAGTTAAGAGAAGAACAAAGAATGTTAGATGAGAAATATGGAGAAGAGACAATTAATTCAAAGAAAATATCAGAAATGAGACTTTTATATGAGTCTTTGATGAAGGAGATGTTTAAGAACACATTCCCATTTTTACTGAGGAGTACAGAACACGATTATCAAATTGGAGATTATATTGTGCCGAAGGGACATAGTGTTGCATATTCTCCTCAAATTGAACATGATGGTAAGGAATATATCAACGATCAACATTTTAATTTAATATTTGGTAAGGGTACACATGCTTGTCCAGCTCGTAAGTATGCAAAGAATTCTATGATGATTATTCTATCGTTATTGATTAAGAATTATAATTTTGGACTTCTGAAGTCAGAACCAATGGTAAATACTAGATTGATTACATTCCCCACTCAACCTTCAATCCAAGTTAAGTATGAGAAGTTACAATAAACATATACCCTAATTATATAATTATCTTATAGATTATATAATTATCTTTATAGATTATATAATAGATTATAAATTATATAATTATCTTATAGATTATATAATTATCTTTATAGATTATAGATTATACTTTATATAATTATCTTATAGATTATATAATTATCTTTATAGATTATAGATTATACTTTATAAATTATATAATTATCTTATAGATTATATAATTATCTTTATAGATTATATAATAGATTATAAATTATATAATTATCTTATAGATTATATAATTATCTTTATAGATTATATAATTATCTTATAGATTATATAATTATCTTATAGATTATATAATTATCTTTATAGATTATAGATTATACTTTATAAATTATATAATTATCTTATAGATTATATAATTATCTTTATAGATTATATAATTATCTTATAGATTATAGATTATACTTTATAGATTATATAATTATCTTTATAGATTATAGATTATACTTTATAGATTATATAATTATCTTTATAGATTATAGATTATACTTTATAGATTATAGATTATACTTTATAGATTATATAATTATCTTATAAATTATATAATTATCTTTATAGATTATAGATTATACTTTATAGATTATATAATTATCTTATAAATTATATAATTATCTTTAAGTTATATAATTATCTTTAATCTTATCATATATAATTATCTTTATAGATTATAGATTATGTATTATACTTTACAGATTATGGTAGTTTATAGATTATACAATTATAATTAACAGAGAAGAAAATGGTATTGATAGTATATAGTAAATATCATATAAAAATGATGTCATGTGTACTATCCCATCAAATTACAATCAGAAATAAGTATTTCTGATTGTTTATGGGAAGTTATAATAGAGTATATTTAGTACCATTTATCTTCTTATAATAAACGTATATTTTGTAGTTATAGTTGTCTTTTTGATGGGATAGTACACATGACATCATTTTTATATAATATTTATTATGTACTATCAATACCATTTTCTTCTCTGGTAATTGGATTATCGTTAAATATAATAGTTTTAATTTTGCTATTTTGTATCATATCATGTAACTCTTTACTTTCTTTGATGTTATTATATCCAAGATTTAAATATTCTATATTTTGTAATCCTAATAACATAGTCGCTCCTAATTCCGTTATATTATTTCTATACATATTAACTCTAATCATTCCCATCTTTTTACTTATCGTCTCTACTATCAATGGTATAACTTTATCTGTAATACCACAATCCATTAAATTTATATTATTATCACTATTTTCAATTATCTTAACAACCAATTTAAACATCTTCTGTCTTTTATTAATTTAGAATTAATAAATCATTTATGAATAATTATTATTATGTGACTATACAATAAGTCAATTTGCAAATTAAATATTTTCCATTTCAAAACTTAAATTATAAAATTATTCTCTTTTCAATTTTATAATATATCTCTATTTATAGAATGTTGCATAATTATTCCTCTTAGTACCAACTTTATTTATTGGATTATCATAAAAACATATCTCCTTAATATTAGTGTTGAGTAACGCTTCAATTAATTCCTTACTTTCACTAATATCATTATATCTAACAGTTAAATATGAAATGTTATCTAAAGATAATAATTTTATTATTCCACATTCCGTTATGTTATTCCTATATAAATTTATACTTAATACGTTTGGATTACATTTTATCCACTCAGCCACTCTATCCATATCCTCATCAAACAATCCTCGTTCTGATAAATCTACTTCCCCTTTGGAAAATTGAATTATATTCTTTATTATATCTGACATCTCACATTCTCCTCAAATATAAAATTATAAATCATTTTTATATTTATATAATTATATTATATTAATTGGCAATTTTGTGTATGGCAACAAAATTTATAATAATCTACAACATTATTTATATAAATTTCAGAACCAGGTTTAATAACAAACTCAGATAATCCAAAGTTATCCTCACCAACCCAATCATACGTATACCCCAACCTCGTCCATGGATATCCACTATATGGTATATAGGATATACTTTCTAAACTTTCAATCCATCTTCTATGATATATATCATAATCATCATCATCATAATTTATATTACATATATTTACGTCGATATTGGAGGATAAACATGGTCTAAATAAATTATTTCTTTTAACTTCTATATCTACTATATATTGATTGCTTGAGTTTGGATGTAACCCTAATAATTGTTTTATCCTCATATCAAAATCATCAACATTACAAAATTGTATACATTTATCTCGTAATTGGTCCTCCAAAGTTACCCATATATCTCTATTTGTTATAATATTTTTTCCAAGAAAATTAACATAACCATCCCATGAAGTTAAACTTTTAACTATTATGGATTCCTTATATGGAACAGAAGAAAGGTCCCTAATAGAATTATGTGTTAATACCTTTGCATTTTGTAAAGCTACAAGATATTTATTATCTATATCCTTATAATTCCTTTCCATACATTCCTGAGATAATATACCAGTAAAGAGGATAAATAATAATAAATATAACATCTGTGATTTGTCCTATCACAAATATAAAATGATAATCAATTTATTAAATTAGGATTGAGTATTAGAGTATTGTTGAAGAATATATAGGAGGATATCACCATGACATGGATTAGGTTTACACCAACATCCTAATCTCTTACCTCGTAATTCATGTAAACTGGATATTAACTCTGGCTTAGATACTATATGATTATAATATTTTTGAATTACTTCGTCTCTAGTTCCATCCGTTCCTATCTTGAACGGATTAGCCCATTTACTTTCAGGTAAGTTCCATCCTCCCATATTACATCTTCTACCAATGTATACATCACAATCTTGTACAACCTTGCCACCTTGACGACGTAATCTTACTACAGTTGTCTCCATTCCCTTCTATTTTTCTTCTAATCTTTCTTATTAAATTATTCAATTTTATAATTAAAAAGGTAACATATTAGGATTTGTACCTATGGTTTGACTAAATAGATAAATGTTATAGTATTGAGCTAAAACATTATTAGATGTTGCAATATTTCTATCTTGAACATATTTAATGTAGGCAAAGTTACCATTGGTATCTTCAACTCCTAAAGAGTAAGGACGCGAAGGTTGAGATGATTGCAACAAAGATAACAATGCCTGCGGATTTCTATATTGATTAGTATCTAATGGCAAGGCAATAATTTGTTGTACAGAACTTATACCAGTATCGATGACAGTAGGAGGTATCAATCCCCAAACAAAGCCATCATTTCTGGAGGTACATTCATCTAGGATTACAGGTCCAAGATAAACAAAGGAAGTACTGGAGAGAGCAGGAAGGGGTGGAAAAGCGCATAAACCAGTGGGTTGATGAATAAATCTGGCGATATAGCCATTTTCGTCGGAAGTAAGTCTACTTGGATTATCGATAGGATATATGGCTCTACTTATCAAAAATGTTTGATTTAGGTCATTGGGATCGCAGATAACAGGTCTAGTGATTTGATAATCAATGGGAGCATTATTAGGAGCGGAAAGACAACCTGCACCTGAGCCTACTGGTAAGCCTAATCCTGTTCCAATAACGGCTTGTTCGAAGGTAAAATTGAAATTAGAGCCGGGTATTTGAGAAAGACAAGAGGAGGATTTACACTGAGTATAAAGAGTTTCAGTTTCTCCTTGGGTAAAAGATTGACCATTAATACCGGTACATACAGGTTGTAGACAAGTTCGAGTTTGTTTTTGGAGGAGTAATTGGTTGGGGAAGGTGCAGAGATTGGTTGTGGTATCTGGTTGTATGGAATCTACTATGGTGAGATTGGTGGTGGGGATGTTGTTGGGGAAAGTGTATTGGCGGCATCTGCCACGATTGTCGGAGACGGGGATGGGTGGTGACCAAGTGGTGCTTATAACAAATGGATTGGTGATGTCGGGGGCAATATTAGGTGCTGGTGTAAGAAAGAAAAATGCAATTATTAATAATATGAATATTATAATAAGAAATATTAGGACGATTAAAGAGACAGAAACCATTTTGTTCTCTTATTTATACTTTATAAATATAAAATATTTAAATATTAAATAATATTTATAATATAATAAAAATGAACATTTTACCGAAGAAAGGTCAAAAGACTTATTTCATAGGATTAATATCTGTATATAGGTTACCTAATACTGTTAATGATGTCAAAGCTTTAAGAGACGAATATTTAATACCGGAACTAGGAATAAAAGAGACAGATATGAAAATAATAACGAATGGTACGAGAGAGCAATTTTCGTATTTAAAGGATGATAGTTATATATCAGCAAAGAGTACAGCAGGAGTAAGTAAGGCATTTAGGGATATAGTGGGAAATTTTGAGAAAGGAAAGGAAGAGTATAATTTGGTAATATTGGTGGCGTCGCATGGGAAGAGAGATATGTTAGGGGAGACATATTTAGAATGGGGTAAACAAGTGAAGATAACAGGTGACGAATTGAGTAAATATTATTTATCATATATACCAGAAAATGCGAGAACATTGATATTGGTGGATACGTGTCATGGTGGGGGTTTAATAGATGTAGATATGAAGAGTGGAGAAAGGGCTGGAGAGGGGAAGTATAAGGCGAAGATAAATGTATTATGTGGATGTGAGGAAGATGAAGTTGCAGAGGAAACATATGATATAAAAACTGGGAAGATGATGGGATCATTAGTAAAGGCGTTTGTGAAGTCATATCGGGATGAAGATATGATGGGAAGTATTAGGAAGTATTTAGAGAAACATGGACAGAAGTTGGTAGTTGGTGAGTCTCATCCAGAAAATAATAATGTATCAGAAAAGGAAAACATGAGCGATCATAGTGAATTTGTAGTTAGAAGCGACAGCAATTGTGATAAGCACGATGACACCTCATCTAAAAAGGATTGTCCATTAACACCTTATGATCACGGCCGTGTCCATGATGACGGTTGTGGTTGCAACAAATGTTATAACAAATGTGGATATGGTCAACAAAGTTGGTGGTGGATCATTGTCCTGATTGTTATTATTTTACTCCTACTTCTTGTCTGGTGGTGGGCCAAGAGAAGATGCTAAATAATTACCCTGTAATATATTTAGCATAACACAATTTCTTAGATATATCTAAGAAATGTTATATATCTATGAGGATAAGTATATAATCTATGGATAATTATCTTGTAGTTATATAATAACAATTATATAACTACAAGATAATTATATAACTATAACGTATAACTATAATAACAAGTATATAATCTATGAGATAATTATAATAATTTATATAACTATAAGTAATTATATAATCTATAAAGTATAATATATAATTTATAATAACAATTATATAACTATAAGTAATTATATAATCTATAAAGTATAATATATAATTTATAATAACAATTATATAACTATAAATTATTATAATAATCTATAAGTAATTATATAATCTATAATAACAATTGTATAATCTATAAGGATAATTATAATAACAATTATATAATCTATAAGTAATTACATAATCTATAAAGATAATTATATAACTATAAGATAATTATATAACTATAACTAATTATATAATCTATAAAGTATAATCTATAATAACAATTATATAATCTATAAAGTATAATCTATAAGTAATTATATAACTATAAGATAATTATATAATCTATAAGATAATTATATAATCTATAATAACAATTATATAATCTATAAGATAATTATATAACTATAAGTAATTATATAATCTATAATAACAATTATATAACTATAAGATAATTATATAATCTATAATAACAATTATATAACTAAGATGGAAAGTCTTTATCAGGAGATTCTGCATCTAAGATGTCGAGCTATATCAAAGGTCGGGTTGCTCACTATACGTACTTATTATGATCAAATAGCGAAATTCTCCCTAGGTAACCAAAAATTTTTGTATGAAGTTAGAGATAATTGTAGGAGGACAAAGTTGAAAAAAAAATTTTTTGTATTGTCTTCTTTTTATTGTTCATGATTTCGATAACGATAATTACAAAAAGAGCGAAATTCTCCCTAGGTAACCAAAAATTTTTGTATGAACTTAAAGATAATTGTAGTGGGACAAAGTTGAAAAAAATTTTTTTGTACCATCTCGTTTTCATTTCTACACAATCAGAAAATGAAAATAATGAGAAAAGACAAAATTCTCCCTAAGTAACCAAAAATTTTTGTAGGAAGTTAGAAATAAATATAAGAGGACAAAGTTAAAAAATTATCTCTTAACGTTTCAATAAAAACATTTATACCATAAATGCTTTATATATAGTTATATATTTGACGTAGTATATCAGGAGTCTACAATCTATCTCATATAATTATGAAAAAGATTCGGTATGTTAATGGTACAGATACAGGTATCTCATCTAATTCTATTCTTATTACATTAGGTAGTAGGAAAGATATTGAACATAAAGAATACAAGTGCTGACGCCTGGCCTTCGGAGCCGTGCTCCGGTGCCGCAAGGCGTTCGATGTTAGCTGCCAACGCTACCCAACCGAAGGTGGGATGTAGTACGTTTAACATCTAGAAGCTCCACTCCAAGTATCCCTTAGACAATGATAATAATGAACGGAAAGAGACAGAAAATGCCCGCTCTCATTATTTCACACCATATCTCTTTAAGGGATTTCATTTTTATACTAAGTATAGAATGAGATAATTATAAATTAAGATATAGATATTGGTATAGTTTCTAATTAAGTAATTAGATAATTATGCAGTTCTCACTATTTGTCCATCATAATTATATTCAATATAGGTACCAGGAACTATCTCTCCATCCTCATATAAGGATTCAATCCATATTCTAGAACCTAAAAAGTATAGTTTGTAATATCCTGTCATTTTTCCATTAACATACTCTATTTGTTTAGAAATACTTCCATCTGCATAATATTCTGTTTGCATTCCATCCCTTTCTCCATTTTTATATATATAATTTATTCTAGGTTGAAAATTTTTATCATTATCTAGCCAAGTTTTGTTATAATATTGGATAAAATTACCATGAAATTTTCCGTTCTCATATGTACCCTGCTCTAAACAATGTTTCTGTGGGTGCACAATAAATCCATCATTTATTTCAGTTGTTATTATTCTATAAGAACCATGCTTTATACCATCTCCTTTAATATGATAATAAAATTCACCATCATAATTGTATAAGTCTCCTTCATAGTTAGTATCATCTTGTGGATTTTCTACATAAATTTTGAAAATATGATCTTTATATTTTTGTAATAGGGATGTCATGTCTTTGGATATAGAAGATGACATAACTTGAAATACACTATAATAGAAAGTGCAAATAATAGCGATTATCTCTTTAGGAATGGAATCCATTTAAACTAATGTCTCCTTAGAAATAAAAAATAAATTACATATCATTTTTATTATCTATAAATAATAAAAACGATATATAGATAATAAAAATGATTTAAAATTTATAATCTTCATTAGAAATGAAGAAAAGATAAGATGGAAGGACTACTAAAAGTATTAAACGATTATAACGAAGAAAGAAATAGATGTATTAAAAAATTTATTACGACAGTTTTATATGAATCGGTAACTCCAGGGAATCAATTACATAAAGATTTATCAGACACGAAAGACCCAACAAAGAAGCTATATAGAGATAAATTTGGATATACTGGTGATAGATATAAATATTTTGATAAATTTGAATGTTTGGGTATGTTAAACTATTCGGAGGTTCGTGATGTGAAGAAAAAATTAAAGAGTGAATTGAAAGAAATAACTGGGGATGACATAAACGTCACTATGGATACACATTTTAAAAACTCAGGCAGCATATTATTCAAAATTGATAAATAATAAATATATGTCAAGATTAAAATGACTGATTGTGCGAAAGATTTTGTTACCACATTTCTTAAGGATATAAATGATTCTGATTCGAAATTATATAATAAAATTAGAAGCTCCATCGTAAAAGGATATAGTGGAAGATATCAAAATTTTGATGAATATAGTGAAAGATTCCCATGTGTGAAGAGGTTAAGTTTTGAGGACCAATATTATATTAAGGAGGAAATAGGAATGAATGTATCAAAATCATTTAAATTTGATGTGAACGTAAGTGGATTTAGTGTAATTTGGAGATAGTAAGATTATAATTTTAAATTACAAACTAGTTATAGAATTTATAATTCTATAAATCATAGATTATGAGATGGTATAGGTAATTTATAATTCTATATATAACCTATTATATATAGAATTATAATTATATATAATGGAATATATAATGGAATATAAGATAGTTATATAATTATAATTATAAATTATGAAATAGTTTCTTAATTATTTTATTATATATGGCATCATAAGTATCATCATATCCAATTGCTAATCGACATCTTGTATTACCATCCATCTCCTTAGGATAATTACAAAACTTACTATTATATGCACCAAATGAAGTTTCAAAATCAATACCTGTATCAATCATCCACTGTATTGCCTGATCTTTGGGTAGTGGAATAATGAAAGTTACCACACTAGGATATAAAGTATTCCCTTCCCTGTCTTTATGAAAGTATAACTTCCCTTTTGTTTGGTTACTATTAGATGTTAATGATGGATGATAAACTTTAATATTATCATTCTCTTCTAGTTTCTTTGCAAGTTGACATGTAATCTCTGAGGTCTTTTTAATTCTTTCTTCTAAATGTTGCATTTGCTCATCAATGATCTTGCAATGTGTTGGACTGACGTGTAATCCATTTAATTTAATAAATCTCAAGAAGGAATTATATATTTTATCATTGTTACTTAAGATAGCACCAGCAATACATTTACCTCCACTATAGTATTTAGTTAAAGAATTAACAACTATGTCAGCCCCATGTTCAAAAGGATTAAAGACAACATGAGTTAACCAGGTATTATCAACCACAATATATAACTTCTTAGAATATCCATGACTCTTTAATGTTTTAAGGAAGTTAAAGTCAGGAATATTACCGGATGGATTGCTGCAGCTTTCCATATATAATATATGAATATCCTGTCTCTTCTTTTCTATATTATGGGATTCTAATAACTTCTTAACGTTGTCATTATTAGTGATATCTATAGTATGTAATTGTGTGTTAGTGTATGTCTCACACAAAAATTTTGCTAATCGTGGAGTATCACAATAAAGTTCATTATTAATAATAAGATGAACTTTATCTTTCTTATGTTTAGAAAGTAGAACATTTAAAACGACACTGATACTAGACATACCTGATGGAACGATAAGAGCCTTGTTACCATATCCTAATTGTAATTTATTAGATAAAGATAGTAGTTCGTTAGATTGGGATCGACAATAGTAGGGTCCTCTTTCATTTTCTTGTATAACTAAAGAATCCATTTATCATTTTTAAATTGATAAATTTATATTGTATAAGGTAAATAGGAGAACGTAAAGATGTCAATACTTCCAACAGAATTATATGTTAATATCCTATCTAATCAACTAGGGACACGTGATTTCATTAACTCTTATAGAGGAATTGTATCAACATTGTCTAGCGAAGGTAAAGATACATTAGATAAACAACTAAGTCAATATATTATCAGAAATATTATTGGATTAAATGATAATAGTGACATATATAAAGCATATAATTTAGAGCAGTTAATAAATTTATTAAATTTTAACCTAGATTTAAACCAAGAATTTGTAAGAATAAGAGATTATAATTTCTTTGTAACGCAGGAATTTAAGGAATTTTTGGGAAGATATTTCTTGGGAGACTATCCCATTTTAAAGCAATTAAATATTATGGAAGTTTGTACCTTAATAAAAATATTATATGGAGTATCTTATGATATAACAAGATCTATGAGCGAAATAAATAACACAGTTGTCAGATGTTTAGATATGAAATATAATGATAGACTTATGAAGGAAATATTAGATAAAATATATCCAGATAAAAGACTTAATGGTAAGAATGTAAATATGTATAATCAAAGTGAGTATTATACAATAGAGGATTTTAATATTATATCCTTATTGGTAAAATTTATTGAATATGGTAGACAAACACTTCTCGATTATATGTGGAATAAATTAAGTGAACAACGTATTATGGAAATATTCCCAGAACTTAATCCTGATGATCAATCCATTCCTATGAGAAAAATGTTATTGTACATAATAAAAATAGATAGATATCATGATCCACGATTAATAGGTAATTATATTGTCAATACTGGAGATATATCCATATTAAAGGACATTAATTATGATTTAGATTTTTATAGCCTAGATGGTGTAATGGATCCAGTTACTCTAACAAAGATAATGTTAGAGAATAATATAGAATTACCAGAAGATTTCCTTATTGGATATAATGAAGGAGAATATAATGATAATATGAATGAACTAGAATATTTATATGGATTATCAATAAGATACAATAGAAGGGAAATAACAGATGAGAATGTTTTAAATTCTATGAAGATGGCGGCAAAAAAGGGAAAGAATGGAGAACTAGCGAATGGAAATATTCACGTGATTAGACAAACTTATTGCCCAACTATTTTAAGAGAATTATATGATGTGGATATTGGACAATATAATACATTATTAGAATTTTGGAATGGAATGTCATTTTATGTGAGATACGAGGGAGATACTGATGGAGTACAAGAAAAATTGGTTGATATGTTTAATGGCAGAATACCAGAAAGTGGAGGAACGGATGGGGCAGTTTTAACATTATTATCATCTGATGTTAATATTTCATTATATTGGTATTTTAGATATGGAACATCTAGTGAGCTTACAGGTAACTTTAAGAGATGGAGTAAATATAAGGAATATAAAAGATTGAAGGCAAAAAATCCTAATGGTAATTAATAATCTATATACTAAATTATATAACGTATAGTTGTATAATTGTCTTAGAATCAGACAAAGAAAGGATAATATGGTATTAATACTTTGTCTTAATTATAATGTTTATTTTTATTGATGAGGTAGTATACGTCAATGAAAATAAAGTTATGTATAAATATAAGTATAATAATAGTATTAACAAGACCATATCATCTATATCCTTTGTCTCATTCTAAGACAATTATATTTACCTATAACTTTATTTTCATTGACGTATACTACCCCATCAATAAAAATAAACATTATAATTAAGACAGAGTATTAATACCATATTATTCTTCCTTTGTCTCATTCTAACACAATTATGTATATACATAACTTTATTTTTATTGATGTATACTATCTCATCAATAAAAATAAACATTATAATTAAGACAAAGTATTAATACCATATTATCCTTCTTTTGTCTGATTCTAAGACAATTACGATCTGTAAAGTTATTATATAAACTATAATATATAAAATTATTATATAAACTATAAAGTATAATCTATAAACTATAAAGTATAATCTATAATATATAAAGTTATTATAAACTATAAACTATAAAGTTATTATATGATCTATAAACTATAAAGTTATTATAATCTATAATCTATAATTTATAAACTATAAAGTTATTATATAATCTATAAACTATAAAGTTATTATAATCTATAATCTATAATCTATAATTTATAAATTATAAAGTTATTATATAATATATAAAGTTATTATATAATATATAAAGTTATTATATAATATATAAAGTTATTATATAATCTATAAACTATTATATAATTTATAAACTATAAAGTTATTATGATCTATAATTTATAATTTATAAACTATAAAGTTATTACATAATATATAAAGTTATTATATAATATATAAAGTTATTATATAATCTATAAAGTTATTACATAATCTATAATATATAAAGTTATTATATAATCTATAAAGTTATTATATAATATATAAAGTTATTATATAATATATAAAGTTATTATATAATATATAAAGTTATTATATAATCTATAAAGTTATTATAATGTGTAAACTATAATATATAATTACATAATTTATAATGTTATATCATAATATATGATATAAATTTACTATAATGATATTAAGCGACACTAACAGCAGCTTCCTTTCTTCTAAAGTTATTCCAAACACCTGTGGTACCACCCATTCTATGACAGAATAACTTACGAGCAGTATCAAATTTAGGCACTTCCTCTCCCGGATAGAAGCGACGATACCAATTTATGAAGTCTGGGTATATATCCTGGATAGTAATTGACTCAGGTAATTCATCATCCATTTCTTCCAACATGGTATTCTTATACTGCAAATATGCATCATTAAGATTCCAATAGTCGTCGGTATATCTCTTAACAATTTCTGGTTCCTTTAATCCTTCGTCCAAATAGGTCTTCCAATATTGTATTAAAATCCATAAGAAGGGACTAGCATATTCTGCAATCTTTCTTTCGAAACGAGGATCCTTCTTAAATTTGCGTTGTTTAAATTGCTCGGCTTCGTCAGCAGGAGCATCACTAGTCCACTTCGACAAGAAAGGAATAATACGGAATCTATTAAATACGGCCTCGTCTGCATTTGGAATCTTAGGGATATCATTACATACTAAAATAATCTTGAAGGTATTATCAATATCACCACCATTATCGTGCAACATACGAGCAAAGAAACTATCACCACCAGTCAATAACTTAAGCAATCCCTTAGATAAATCATCGTTTTCATCGGTTTCTTGAATGAAGGCAACGTTAGTACCCTTACATCTTGCAAATTCTGGATTTGGTCCACCTCCTCCCTTATTCTTTCCTGATAAATTCTTAACATCCATCTTAATGCAATAAGATTGTCCAAAAGTAGCCTCAAATAACTTTATAATCATGGATTTAGAATTATCACCCTTACCTACCCAAGCCATGAATAACTTATCCATGTTTCTTTTCCGTAAACAACTAGCTGAATATTTCAGGAAATAATTCATGAGGTCAGGATCAGGGAATACCTGTTTCATATAATGCATGACCTTCTGGACCTGAGGATGATCCCATCCATAATCTCTATAAAAGACACAACTTCTCTTAGTTAGATAATCTTCGGGCTTACCACATCTGGCAATAGCCTCCCTTCCAGATGTATCTATAACAAAGTTATAGACGGATAATACATGATCTAATCTATCTCTATATCTTTCTAAATCTGTATTCTTGAAGAAACCTTCTTCCTTGAGGGCTTTAACAATATTATTCTTACCAGCACCAGACATCAATAATCTACAATCACCCTTAAAAATCTCTTGTATCTTTTCTAATTTTTCTTGTAAACCTTTCTTAGCACTTTCTGCAGTTCCTGGATACCAAATTGCGTCTGCTAAATGTTTTTGATATCCTTCAATAACACGTCTAAATTCTGTACTAAGTTGTTTTCTAATTCTGGAAGCATCATCATCTCGTTGCCAAATATTTCCATCATATACATACCAAGATTCTGTCTTTCCATTAATAGAACAAGCATTCTCTAACCAATACAATCTATAAAATACCAAAGCCAAGGTATAATCGTTTATTTCCTTAGAAAGACCATCTAAGGCATCAGCAACCCATCCTTCATGCCATGTCTTATACTCCTCCGGACTATCTAACTTAGCATACCATGCTAATGTCTTAATCGTATAGGAACTTTGGGTGAAATTGTTATCTCCATAATGCAAGGAACAATCATCGGATGTATAATTATTAGAATATTCTTCAGTAAAATTAGACCATATCTCTAATCCTAAATCTGAACCATTAGTTACATTGAATAAGGAATATCCAATCTCCAACCAAGTACATTCTATATTAAATCGTTCTGGACTAATTAAGCGTAAAAATACTTGTTGAGCTAAATCAATATCGGTTCTGGGTACATAAGACTCATCACCAACATATGATGGGCTTCTATTTCTATTGGATTCTGGAGTTTGGGTGGAACCAGGGGAAGTAGTTTTTGGTAAGGTTACTTGGAAAGGATAATAGATGGAAAGCATCATGGGTAACCAGTATTCAGCATCAAGATATTCTAATTTTAGACGATCTGGGTTGACATATCCACCAATAACATGCTTGTGAGCAGTTGGTTGCCAAATATCTCTGGCATCCAAAACAATTCCATTCTCATCTTCTATATCATCATGTATATCTGATTCTAAATGTTCTGTTGCTAATCTCTTTAGGGTGCATTCATAAGTTAGGGCACTTAACTTAATATCGGTTAGACAACCGTACATAGGTAAATATTCCATGGGAATTCTGTCATTACAGATCTTATCCCAAGATTCTTTGGGAGTGAATGATAATTGCCCTAGAACATTTTGTTGACGGAATCTGCGTAAAATTTCGGGACGAAGTGTTTCAGCATGTATACGCTTCGGCACTCTACAATACGGAAAATGAAATCTTAATTGTATAATTTTATTTCCATCAATATTATTGTCTTCTCTGGATCTTAACACAACACAGTTTAATTCATGTTGTGTAGCACTTATTTGTAGGTAATCAAATAACACATCTTGTACTATTTTAACCATTCGTTTGATAAATGGGTCGGTTATGGTCGCAGTGTCAAAATCAAACTTAAATAAGAAATCCATAACAAAAGGACAATCTTCAGGAACGATTTCTGCTATTTGAGCTTGCAGCTCTGGTTTCTCATCCACTAATTTACAATACTCAATCCAGAATGTTTCAATCATATCCTGTTTCAATGACCAGTACTTCTTATCCTGAAATACCGAACAATGGGTAGGATTATTCGTTGCTCCTTGCACCATACATCTCCTTAATAACTCTAAGACATCACCGTCCATTTAGTTATTTCCTAATTTTTAAATCCAAAACACTTTTTTTTATCTCTCCATTTTTATCCTTTTATCACTTTCCTACATACCTATATACGTTAAGATACTATCTTTGTTCTCCATTATATTATTACTCCTTCCTATATCTTCTTCGATTACATTACCAATTCTATTTATATTGAATACAACCGAGCCTTGACGTTTCTTATTATACTCTGGGAATCTCTTTATTGGAATAATTCCATCTAATTTTCCAGCATTAACATTTCCTCCTGTTCTTTTTAACCCTACATCTACCTCATTTATATTATTATAAACCGGTAAGTCTAACAATGGTACTCCCTTAATTGATAGTCTACTATTCTCTCTATTATATATACCATCATATGTTGAATATAAGCTAATATTTCCAGTCTTATAAGTATTTTCTTTGGGAAAGTTAGGGGATAATATACTGGGACTTGACTGTGCATAGGAATATTCCATAGGAGCAATACCGGATATTGGATCGTATGTACCATATGCGGTGAGTTGAGTGGAAGTGGGAATGTATGTTGATGAAAAATTGTTTTGCATTTTTATATAGATAGTTATAAAATGTCAACAGATACGAATGCATTTAGTAGTTTTAGGGGTGGTAGATTCAAACAACGCCGCCGAACCGGATTTTCTGTTTTAGACTCTCAAAGTTATGTACAGAGTAGGAAAGAGATAACTCCATTAGATAGAGTTCGTATTGAAATTAAAAGAGAATTAGAAAAATTTAAAGATTTATCCGCCGCAACCAAAGAACGTCTAACCAATGAAGTAGAGAATTATGAAGATGTTACCCATTTTAGTATGTCTATGATGGCAGCCTCTCTAGTATTCTACGAACAAAATTATGATATGTTAGAAAAAATATTAGGATTTGACGCCAGCACAGGAGAAAATTTTGATCCAGTTTCCGCCTTCCAAAGTATTTTCAACGAAAATAGTACCTCTAAAATATTAAATATTCACCTTATGATACCTTATCAAGGATTATCATATGAAGCACGCATGGAACAATTAAGAAAATTTCAAGCCAATATGTTACAGTATATATTCTTTATTTTTGAACAAAGAAATCCCGTAACATACGATGACAATACATAATAATAAATTATAATTATATATTATAAACTATAATATATAATGTCTACAAGAAGATTTATAAGAGTGGAGCTATTAGATTTAGGGGAGACAATGGTAACAAAAGATAATATAAATTTTATTATATTAGATATATAATTCTATTCCAGAAATGATATCTAATATTGAACATAACATGAATCACATGTTATATATAGATAAAGATTCAGTATACATAAATATTGTTTATAATATATTATATATATATTTTAGAATATCTAGTAGTTTGGAGGTGGATAATAAAGAATACTTTGAATATTTATTGGATGAAATGAATGATGTGGTAGATTTACCTGAGGATGCTACAAGGTTAAGTTTGAATATTATTAATATTGATGAATTTGAAAGAATTTTAAATTCCTTGTTATTGCGTAGATATAAATATGATAAATTTTTAGAAAGGAATGTACTTAGTAATAAAATATCTAATTCACGATATATTGAAATACCTATACATAGATATATAAGTTCATACTTTAATACACATAATTCAACTTTAAGAATTGGAAATATTAAATATACTATCCTTGAAGAATCATTAAAACGCTATTATAATATGCAAAATAAGTATATTAATATGATAGAAGAATATATTAATGATAATGAGATAGAGGATTTATATGTTAATAAGGAAGAAACTGTACTAAGTATAAAATATATAATGGAATGGAGATATGTAGTTATGTATATATTAGTAGAGTCCCCTAATGGTAAACCTCTCCTCATTTATAATGATATACAAAAATATATACAAAGATATATAAGTGGTATATATTTTCCTCTAGAGTTTTATGATGAGAAAATATATAGTAAAATTATATTAAACCAAGATAGTAATGTAGTATTACAATGGTTAATAGATAATCTTGATATTGACACATTTCCTGGTGATTTGAGTATAGTACCATCAGGAAATGATAGAATGGAAGAAGTTGATTAAATTAAAATGTTATATAATAAAAATATTATATAATAATAAAAATGAACTGCTCTAATATTTATGTTACTAGTCCGGTTTCAAATATAAGAAATACTAACATATCGGATGTTGATGCCGTTGCTAATGATATAGTAGATAATATATTGAACATTATTAACGATGTGGAAAGAGGAATACATGAATTATTATATCTCAACCCTAAGACCGCTTATGTAAATATACAAAATAGTACAGTATATTTATATTTTCAAGTATGTTCTAACCCAACGTTGTATCCTCCATTAACTGAAAATGCTATAAAAATATTTTTGAAGAACAGTAACACACAATTTTTAGAATTTAACGATATAAGAGGATATAATAAATTATCTTTTAATGATATAGAAAGGACTAAAAATACTATAAAGAATGAAATATATAAGGATATATATCCCAAGACTGGACCAAGACCAACGGGTTTGTACGAACCTAATATGATATTCCAAGGAAGATCCTTTGCACGAGTAGGAGGTTTACGAATGGGAGAAATATCAGAACCTTTGATGGGAAGACAGGCAGATAGATCAAAGAGAGAATCATCGTTCTCAAGGTCACAATTCTTGATGATTACTACGATAGAAAGGGCGTCCTTATCTTTAAATATGGATGACCATATAGAAAATGCTAAATATAATGAAGCATTGCGGATATTTAATGTAGTTAATAATCTAGAGAACGAAAAAGTAAAAGAAATATATAATTATATTGTGGATAATAAGATATCGGATTTATATGTTAATTTAGCAGGTACGGTGTTACATATAGATAAAAATACTCTTGGATATATTACTTTATATATAAATGTAATATCAATGGATGGGAAACCATTATCTGTATATGATGACCTGGAAAAACATATAACTGGTTTCTATCTTGATGAAAGATACTCATCATGGGATAGCATACCAAATGGATTCTTATTGCATGATGATTATGATACCGTAATTCAATACATAGAAGATAACGTTCATATACAAATTAGTGATCTTCCTCCCCTATCAAAAAATGAAAATGATATATTAGAAGAAGTTGATTAAATTAAAATGTTATATAATATTTTTATTATATAATAGTAAAAAAATGAGCTGTTTTGGTGTTTATGTTGGTAAAGCGTTAGCAAATTTGGACAGCATGGGTATTGATAATGTGAGTGTAACTGTTGATGACATATTAAATAATATAAACGAGGTTGTTGATGATATACAAAATGGATTAAGTATTATTGTATATATTAATATGGATGTAGCATATGCAAATATAGAAGATGGTATATTATATTTATATTTTCAAGTATGTTCTGATGTAACATCCAATGAGGATGATATAAAGAGTCTATTTAAAGATAACGATATATATTTTTTGACTGGTAAGGATGTGAAATCATATTCCACATTGTATCTTGATGATATCAATAATTCTAAGAAGACACTAAATTTTTATTTAACTAAATTCTATGATAGTTATTTAGGTTCTAAAATTAAGGTATCACGTTATGTAAAAATATATTCTTTAGATAGCGCAGCTTTATCACTACATTCCGATGATAAACTGGAAGATAAAGTATACGCAAATGCTGTTAAATTATATAATAGGGCTTTGGAATTAAGAGATAACGGAGTTAGAAATATATATAATTATATTATAAATAATGAAGTAGATGATTTATATGTTGATTTAAATGGTACATTACTTCATATTAATAATGATATAAATAGTAAAATAGAAGTATATATACACTTAATATCAATTTATGGAAAACCCATTTCTACATATGACAATATTCAACAAACTTTATATGGAGGTAATATTGCTAGAAAAAGTTTATACGGGGGTGATATAAATGGTATTTTATTAAATTCAGACTATGATATGGTTATTGAATATATAGAGGACAATATGTATACGAATTTTTATGATCTTCCTCCGCTATCAAAAAATGAAAATGATATATTAGAAGAAGTTGATTGAAATAAAAAATTCTGATTATTAAAATGTCCTATATTGACAAATTTATCGATACACTCGCTAAAATGAGAGCGGAAGAGATCAATAAAACGAAAGATATAAGAAGGAGAGAAAGAAAAAATATTTTATCAAAATTACAATATATAAACGTATATGTTACAGCACAGACCAGGATAGATGTTAGCGAATTTGCTTCTGAGATTTGGATAGAAGAGTTAAAACGACATAAGACAAACGAAATTATTGATAAATGTTTCAAATCAGAAGAAATAGCCATACAACGTATAAATGACTACTTAGAAGAAAATGTTGGTACAGATGCTGATAATATAAGTATTGATACTAACGGAACTATGATCGCATTTACATCAATAGGTGATTATTACAGGGATGTACAAATATATATTCCACTTATATCTAGAATAGGCATTCCTCTTCCTGTATACGACGATATACAAACGTATGTAAGTAATAATGGAGTATACGGGGAGAGTTATTCCAAAAATCAACTTAACAATGTGGTTAGATTAGATGATGATGAGTCTTTTGTGGTGGGTTATATAATGGATAATATTAATGTTTTCGTGAACTGATTAAAATATAAATAATTTCCTTATTTATTAAAATATAATAAATGAGTTGTTCTAGTTTATATGTATCTCAAGATGTTCGAAGCATACAATCTTTGACTCCACAAAATTTAAATTCTTCAATCGATGATATATTACGATCTATAATACCTACTATAGTTAATATAGAAAAGGATATAAATGATGATATATTTATAAATGATTATGCAATATATGCTAATATTGAAAATAATATGATACATTTATATTTTCATATATGTTCTAAAATAGATTATGATGATGATACAATAATTAATTTATTAAAAGATTCAGGATTAAATCTTAAAAATGCATCTAATATTAAAAATTATTTTAAAATTGATATAGATAATATAGAAGATGCTAAGAAAGTATTAGTGAAGAGATTAATACCATATGTATATCCAAAGAATACTGATATAAGAAGAATGGAAAGAAATAATATAAGTGAGAAGTTACAATATATTAAGGTTTTTGTAACAGCACATACAACAATACATATAACTAAACTAGATGAAAAATATAGAATAGATAATATGAAGGCAGATAAGGCAGAAGAAATATTAGATGAATGTCTTAAGGTGGAGAAAGAAACTGTTGGAAGAATAGAAGAATATTTATCAGACAATTTTCTAGTAAACTTACAAATAGATATAAATGGATCTATAATTTCCTTTAATAGTATAGGATATTATAAAGATGTACACTTATATATTCCCATTATCTCCATGATTAATATACCACTTTCCATATTCGATGACATACAAACCCATATAAATTATAATATCACATATATGAGAAGTTCCTCTAAGGATGATATAAAAGATCCTATTATGTTACATGATGATGAATATTTTATAATGCAAGATATAGCGGAAAATGTTAATGTCATTGTTTTAGAAGAAGATGATCTCCCATTAAGTTCAGTTAATAAGGATTATAAACTATCAGAACTTGATTAACATTGGTCTTTATTGTTATTATTATTGTTATAATACAAATAAATTATAATTATATTATTGTTATAATACAAATAAATTATAATTATGTAATTATAATAATACAAATAAATTATAATTATAATAATAAAGATAAATTATAATTATAATAATAAAGATAAATTATAATTATAATAACACAAATAAATTATAATTATGTAATTATAATTATGTAATTATAATAATAAAGATAAATTATAATTATAATAATAAAGATAAATTATAATTATAATAATAAAGATAAATTATAATTATATAATTATAAGAATGTATATAAATTATAATAGTGGTTATAGATAATTACTATTAATGGATAACATAGGACTATTACAAACTTCAGGAATTCTTGGTTTATAAGCCTTCATAAATGCTTTAACTGGACCAAAGTGAGATTCGATCTTTTGAGATTGTTTAATCCTATACTTATCATTATCTTGATAATGACATTTAAATTCATCAATAAGTTTAATAATAGTATCGATATTATTTGATGTCTTGATGTCACCCTTATATGTAGATTTTAAATTGGATAAACCATCTTTGCAATGGAAGGCCAAATCTTTAATTTCTTCCCATCGATATTTCTTATCAATACAATAATTTATGGCATTCCGTATTATATTAGATAGAAAGTCACAAGTTTTATATCTTGACTCTCTGAAGGTTCTCTTCCATAAACTATGTATAGATCCATGACTTATTACACTTTTGTCTATGGTACAAAATGTCTCTCCTTCTCTAATTTTTGAAATTATAGATAGATCTTGTTGTAGTTCTAAATATTCTTTATCCATTTATAAATGAACAACAGCGTTCTCCTTTTATTTATTCTTCTCATAATTATTCTTATAATCTTCATTTCTTTCTATACACTCGGCACAAAGAATAAGGATGAAAATAAATGTTGTAACAATGATTTAATATACAAAATTTCATCCTCTATTTGTAAAAATGAGTCAATCCTCTTTCAAACTTCTAAACGTATCCTATCTCATAATTTACAATATATGATAGTCATATCTGGATATTATAAAACAAAATATAATATTATTCCTATAAGTCATACCTTCCTATATGATGATACTTTCCATAAAGGTCGATTACAATCATCTCCATGGACTTGTCCAGAAGTTAATATGAATATTGATATTGATAATAATGTTAGATTAACTTTTCCACAACATGGAAATGTATATTTATCTGCAAGAGTAATACCTTTTTCTTCTTTAGAACCATGTTTTTCCTTTAAGAAGGTTACACTCACTCAAACTGAATCCATTTAATAATATTCATAAAACACAAAACAAATTTAATACTAATAGTAGTATATAAATTATATATAATTTATAT